AAGGAGATATGGGAGATATTGGATTAAAGGGTGATAAAGGAGATGTTGGTGATAAAGGAGAAAAGGGTGATAAAGGTGATTCAGGAGATAAGGGACAAAAAGGAGACCTTGGAAATGATGGATTAAAAGGTGATAAAGGAGAATCCGGAAGTGCTGTTTTTAAGGGTGATAAAGGAGAGAAAGGAGATAAAGGACAAAAAGGAGACCTTGGAAATGATGGCATAAAAGGTGATAAAGGAGAATCCGGAAGTGCTGTTTTTAAGGGTGATAAAGGAGAGAAAGGTGATAAGGGACAAAAAGGAGACCTTGGAAATGATGGATTAAAAGGTGATAAAGGAGAATCCGGAAGTGCTGTTTTTAAGGGTGATAAAGGAGAGAAAGGTCACAAAGGAGATTTAGGAGACAAAGGAGATAAAGGTCATATAGGAGATACCGGTGATAAAGGCCATAAGGGTGATATGGGTGATAAAGGACACAAAGGAGATTTTGGTAACAAAGGTGATTCTGGTGATTCTGGTGATAAAGGAGAAAAAGGCCATATGGGTGATACGGGAGATAAAGGCAATAAAGGTGATTTGGGAGATAAAGGACATAAAGGTGATTTAGGAAATAAAGGGGATAAGGGACACAAAGGTGATTTGGGCGATAAGGGTGATAAAGGTCACATTGGGGATACTGGTGATAAGGGACATAAAGGTGATTTAGGAAATAAAGGTGACGAGGGTGATAAGGGAAGCAAAGGCGATTTGGGCGATAAGGGTGATAAAGGTCATATTGGGGATACTGGTGATAAGGGACATAAAGGTGATTTAGGAAATAAAGGTGATAAAGGAGATAAGGGTGATCAAGGTGATATTGGTATAAAAGGAGAAAAGGGTGATCTTGGCGATAAAGGAGAAAAGGGTGATCTTGGTGATAAGGGAGATGATGGATTAAAGGGTGAAAAGGGTGATCTTGGAGATAAAGGTGATAAAGGTGATCTTGGTGATAAAGGCGACAAAGGTGAAATTGGTGAAAAAGGAGAAAGCGGAGTTTCGCAAACTTATATATCGACATATATAAATAATACTACGGGAGCATTTGTGGAAAATATTCCCGCAAATGCAAGTATAGGCTATTTATCAGCCGTTGGTGGCGGAGGTGGAGGTAGTTATTTCAGAAGACAAGACATTGGACTTGTTGGAGGAGGAGGAGGAGGAGGTGGTGGAGCAATTTTTAGATTTCCATTGAGTATTGAACCTGGGAAAACTATTACTGGTACAGTAGGTGCTGCTGGAATAGGGGCACCTGATTCTACAACTAATCCTACTGCTGGTGGTACAACAACAGTATTATATGGTCCTTACACTTTTATAGCTCAAGGAGGAAATCCTGGACAAAATCCAGTTTCAAGTGCATCGACATCTATATCAGGAGGTACTGGCGGATCAGTTACTAATCCAGCTCTGGCAATACAACCCGCGGGAGGAACCGCTGGTACAAATAATGTTACCCCTGGTGGACCAGGAGGAATTGGTATATTCTCATTTGGAGGAGGTGGTGGTGGTGCTGGTACTTCTTTTACAAGTTCAAAAGGTGGAGATGTTGGAGTATTTGTTGGTGGTGCTGGTGTTGCCACGACTTTTAATAATGCTGCATCTGGAGGTGGAGGTGCGAGTGCTTTTGGAAATGGAGGTGCTGGTGCAATTAGATTAGTTGCACCTGGAAATGGAGAAAAAGGATCCGGAGGAGGTGGTGGTACACAAAGTGGAATAGGAGTAGCACCTAATGATGGATTTCCTGGTGGAAATGGTGGGTCTGGTTTTGTGAGAATTGATTATTACTCGTCTTAGATGTTGTTAAAAAATATAGATTTATATTTGTCCAGATTTTGATAACATATATACATTAATAATTAAATAGAAAATGAATCTATTTAATAGATTCATTATTTATCATGGATATAATTTGATTATTTAAAGATAAAAAAAATTGACATTTCAAGATTCTATTAATGTCATTTAAATAGCTAATATTATCTTAACTAAATTAAGATAATATTATGAGGCAGTATAATCAGCAGTGCGGTATGCACAATCAGCAGTCTAATCAGTCAAAATATTCCGTCGTTTCTAGTCCAGAACTAACGGATTTGATTAGTAAATTGGTGTCTATTCGTTGTGCATCTGATGTTGCTAAAGACGAAAATACGGCTCGTCATTGCGCCGCTTTGTTTCGTGGGAAAGGCCTGTCGTGCTTTAAATGTGCTATCGACGGGTATCAATCACCAAAATTATCATCCCAAAAAAAAAGAAAAAGACCAGGAGAAGAACAATATGAAAAAAATTTCCGATCAATATTCCGATCAGAAATCACATGTATGTAAACATCGTCGATTCTTATCATATGCAGATAAATCTACCCATGCAGAAGAAATGGCACTTGATAAATTGAAAAAAAATAGATCCAAAAGAATCATAGATGTATCTTTGATTGTAATTCGAATTACACCTTCTTCTACTCCTGATTCTTATAAATTAGCCAATTCCAGACCTTGTATTGGTTGCATACATAAAATAAAAAATAGTTTTAATTATGGTGTTAGAATTAACAAAATATACTTTTCTAATGAGAATGGTGAAATTGTTTGTTATAAACTTAGAGATATTTTATCTGAAAAACAACATTTATCCAAATATCATCGTATGTCTATGATACCCAAAAAATATACCAACGAATTTCAAATCATGAGTTATACTAAATGTATACCCAATAATGAATCTAATTAATTATTTTTAAATTGATCAATTCAATAATAATTAATTTATGTCACCCATTACTTCCTATAATAATTTGATTCAATTCTTTAAATCAATTTATTCGTTATAAATTATCTTGATTAACTTATAAGGATGAATATAAAATACAATATAAAATATGGTTTTGATAAAATAACAGAAATTGCCGATCGTATTGGTTTAAATTATCTTATTGCGGAAGCAATACGAGACAATCAAAAAATATCATTATATAGTGGTGATTATAATGGAAACAAAATATGTTGGTCTCCAAATAATTATAATATTAAAATGGATTATGATTTAGCTATTGATGACTTGATATATTTTATAAATATCAACATCGATAAAATTATAAAAATAAATATTTTTTGCCAAAAAGAAACAAGTTGTTTGAATAGAAATGTAATAATTCATATACCATATGAAATTGACATTGATAATATCAGAAAAGAATATTCAAGTATTGTGGATTAATGATTAACTATGGATTATAGTACATTTAATCAAGATCATAATTAATGATTTCATTATCATTAATTATTTCTATTTGTGAATCTATTGGTTTAATAAATTTAAACATATGGACAATGTTGCAATTATCATCATTATCATTATCATCATTATCATTATCATTATCATTATTATCATCATTATCATTATCATCATTATCATCATTATCATCATTATCATCATTATCATCATTATCATCATTATCATCATTATCATCATTATCATCATTATCATCATTATCATTATCATTATTATCATTGAAATCATCTTCATTAAATTCGCATTCATTTTCTTCTATTTCGTGTTCATCAAAATCATTAAAACCAAATAATTGTCTATTTATCTTGTATTGTTCAAAATTCGAAATATTTTCTATATTTACATTATTATTAGAAATAACATCACTATCAGAAATAACATCACTATCAGAAATAACATCACTATCTGAATTAGAATCATTTGGACTAGAATTATTTTGGATATTTTCATATATGGTATTTAATCTATTAAAATAACATATAACTTGATTTAATAATCTGGTATTTTTATTTGTTACATTATTTGTTGTTTGATTAATACAAACGTTTATTAATACGTTTATTTCTTTTTGAAATACAATAATATCTGATAATTGAGACATATATATATTTAATTAACTGTAGTGTTATTAATACATCAATAATATATTAATGCCATAATTTTTTCAATTTATTTTAAAAATAATATCCTTCATATTCCTCTCGATTTATTTTAGTAGTATATTTTTTTTTTGCATTATTTTTGGTATTACAATTCGAATTACGTTTTGAATTATGTGTATGTATTCGTTTTGATCTTTGTTTTATTCTGCGATTAGAATGATTTTTTGATCTATAATTAGTGTAACTTTTTGATTTATACCTACAATCATTTTTAGATTTATGCTTGAATCCATGTTTAGATCTACGTTTGGATCTATAATTAGGATTATGTACCAAAAAATTTTTCTTATTACAATTTGAATTTATATTTCTTGATTCTGTGATTTTATTTAAATTTATTACAGACTTTTGTAATCTATTTCTTTTATGTACATTAATTGTTAAATTATAATCTGGTATTTTTTCCACTTTACTGGGTCTGGACGCAACATATATCGCAGTTTGACTTGTATCTTGTAAATTAGCTAATATAACACCATATAATTTTTTAATAGTTTGACCTTTACTCATAAATATACTTAACATATATTTTGCACGTGATATATTTTTTTTTTCATTTTTTTTATAAATTTATTATTTATAAAAATAATGGTTTGAATATTATTTTTAATAGATCATTTCAAATATTAATTATTTTTTTGATTTTTTGGGAGCAGGTTTTTTTCCACCTTTAGCGGGAGCTTTTCCTTTTGATTTTTTGGGTTGTTCTTCTTCAGATTCTTCATCTGAGGGTTCTGATTCTGATTCAGATTGTTCACTTTCTTCATCTGAAGATGATTGTTTTTTACCTTTTCCTTTAGCTACTGGCTTAGATTTAGATTTCTTATCAGAAACTTCAGGTTCTGATTCAGATTCTGAACCTTCTACATCAGAATTTTTTTTGCCTTTAACTGGTTTTGAATTTTTACCCTTGGGTTTAACTTCAGGTTCTGGCTCTGATTCTGATTCAGATTCAGATTCGGACTTTTCTGAATCGGAAGATTTTTTATTAGATTTTTTACCACCTTTAGCTTTAGGTGATTCTTCTTCCGATTCTGATTCAGATTCTTCATCAGATTCAGATTTATTGGACTTTTTAGATTTAGTCTTTTTTGAATCTTTTTCTGATTCAGGTTCCGAGTCTTGTTCTGATTCTGATTCAGATTCATCTTTTTTAGATTTTTTAGAAGATTTTGACACAGGTTTCTTAGATTTACCTGATGATTCACTAGCACTATTTTCACTATCACTTTCAAGATCATCATCATCTTTATCTTGTTGATTCGCATCGGGTTTTAATTTTTTGATTTCTTCGAATGCTTTATCTCTTTGAGCATCAAGAGCTGCTATTTGATAAGTAATTCTTTTATAAAAATTAGAAACAGATTTAAATCTTTCAGTTTCATCTTTGACTTTATCAAAATTGGGATAAGGCTTAATATCAAGCTTTTCAAGATTGTTTACATCATGAAGATCATATTTTTTAATATCTTCGACGGTATGACCTTCAAAGTTATGGAAATCAAAATCATCTTTGGTCTTAGAAGCCTTTGACTTGGTTACAGGCTTAGAAGATTTAGTGTTTTTGGTGTTTTTGGAACCTGACTTGTTTGAAGGCATAATTATTATGATCTGATAATATGTCTAATATATTATTCTTTTATATCAGACACTTTATTTTTCAATTTTTTATTAAATTATATTGACCGGAGTCATTATTTATTATTTTTTCCGATGTTTAGATGATTTAGATCTGGACTTATTAGATTTAGAAGATTTAGATGTATTCGATTTAGATGTATTAGATTTGGATTTATTAGATTTGGATTTATTAGAATCATTTGACTCGGATTTATTGGTTTTTAATTTGTCACTTTTTTTGGGAAACAATAAATCAATTGAAAAATTGGGATATGTTTTTTTAATAATTTTTTCCATTTCGATTATGATTTTATCTTTTTCATCGAGTTTGTTTCGATATGTTTCGTGCAAGGACTCAATTTCTTCAGTATGAGTCATTTTTCTTAAAAATATAGTATCTTTAACTTGCACAGACCAATGATTTTTCCCATTGGTTAGAACAACATATTTATCAGCATTACTTTTATCTTTTAAAAATCCTCCCATTCTGAATGCAAAAGAACCATCATCTTGTGTAATAAAATATCGTATATGAGTATTAACTGGAACTTGAGATATATCATCGACTTGACTATAACCTTGTATTTTTTCATTTATTTCATCCTGGGATAATTGATCTTGATAAGTCATTTTAGGTCTTCTATAAGAAGAATCAGATCCTAATTTCTTTGAAAATTTGGACATATTAATACCATTATAATGTTACTAATATTTATACAAATATCCATTAAAAATTAAAAAAAAATTGATTTATTAATTTTTAATTAAGTCAACAACATTAGTTTACTTTTTATATAAAAATTTATTACTTTTTATAAGTAACTTAATATGAAGTTAGATAATCAAGAGAATAATTATTGTGATGAATTAGATGATTGGTTCAATGATAATGAATTTGATGAAAATACTATACAAATAATATCAAATACAAATATTAAAAATAATGTCATCGAAGATCAAGAAATATTATGTAATAATTGTATGCATAATGTTTGTGATAAAAATATTTGTGAGGATCATGAAGATAATTTCGATATTGATAATATTTCAAACAAACATTTTTATATTGAGGATATAATTAAAAAAAATCCCATTGGAATTTCGTCAAATGAATTAATACAACAACAATGTTCAGTGGCATATTTTATTCAAATGATGATTGAATCCGCTACAAGAATTAAATTATTGGATACAAATAATTCTAAATTGACATCCGAAAAAATATCAAGTATTGTTGAATATTTACAATGGATAAGTCACACGTCTGGTATTTTAGCAAATAGAATCGACCAACAACTTTTTAATTATATTCCCGATAAAAATCCTGTTATTGTGAGATCATCATATAATTTTTGTTTAGCTTTTACACAATGCAAAAAATATTACAGCAAATATGAAATACCTACCTGTCGCGAACATCATTATGTTCACTCGTTGTTAAAATATGATGTTGATTCTATCATAAATTTTTTGAAATATATTACAAAGAATAAAATATCATTATCTGATGAAGAAACAAATAATTTATATTTATCTATTAAAACAATTTGTTTTGTGACAAGACATATGGCTCGAGAAATTAGTTATATTGATTATATAACTAAACATAATTCAGAAGTATTTCACAGAAATAATCCGATTGAAACCAGTAAAAGAAAATTATCAATTAATAAAAATTTAATGAATAAGAAATGGACTTCAAAAAATTTAAATAATGATCAATCATTAAATAATAATAAATCTATAAACAAAAATCAAGATAATAAACAATCAAATATTAATTCTAAAAATATTTTAAATTATAAACCAATTATACGTACTAATAAAAATAATAATAAAAAATTAAATAAGCAAGAAATATCAACTCCTAATGATTATGTTAATAGATTTTCTCTATTATCGAATGTTTAAATTTTAATATTGTTTTAAATTATTAAAATAATATTAATGTTTTTCTCTCGTCAAATCCAAAAAATTTTGATCAATGTTAGTAATTGAATATTTTTCTTCCGAGACTGATTCGGAATCTGATTCAGAATCAGAATCCGAGTCCAAATTAGATTCTAAATTAGATTCAATATTAGATTCAGAATTATCTATATTTGTATTATTTTCTAATACTCGTTGTGTTTTAAATATAATATCATCTACACTCGTGTCATCGCAACATCCTTGTAAAAATTTATTTTCGAATTCTTCAATAGTCAATCCATAATTTTTGGCATGGTTTTCTTTTTGTGAAATTGTCATATAATGATAATTATGAGGAACATATACTTTCGGTACAATATTATCTTCTTTCATATTTTCATCATTATCCAATTGATATAATTCATTAAACAATTTATATTCTTCTTTAATATTTTCATCATTTGATAAATTTAAACAATTTCGTGTTTCTAATAATTTAAATATCATATATTTATCAGAAAAATAAGGATTTATGTCTTCTTTTTTTAATTTACCATTTTCCACATCATTTTTTATTAACTTGTAAGATCTCTTATCACTTTCAAATAGTCTTAAATGTTTATTTTCATAAATTGGTTCATTATCATGATTAAATTTTTTTTGATTATTTTGATTATTTTTTTTGGTCAAATTATTTGTTCTTATTGTTTTAGTTAAAAATTTTTGATGTCTTTTTTTTACATAATTATTTGTAAACGAATTAGAATGATTATTATTATCTAATTTTTTATCTGTATATACTTTTTTATTGATATTATATGTTTTTAAGATATTATCAAATGGAATATATTCTTGATACAATTCACTAGTTGATAAAGTAGTATTATTGTTATAAATAATAATAGTATTGGTAAATTTTACATTAAATGTATTTAATGGAAAATCAAAATAATATTTTGTTATTTTGATTTGATCTATAATATCTAATGATTTTTCGCACAATATCAAATTATAAATTGTAGTTAATACTGAATCTAAATTATAACATTTAGAAAAAGAATATAGCTTATTATTTTCAACAGTTATTTCAAAATAGTTACCTGACATCATATAATAATTTAGTATAATAGTAATTTTTATATTGAATCGCATAAAAAAAATTGAAAAAAAAATTATTAAGAATCCACATCATTACAATATATATTCATATACGTGAGTTTTACCATAGATTTTGAATATATATTATAATGCTTAAATCATCTAAAAGTCACTATGTAGCAGAAGCAAGACCTAATAAATATTGGCATAATCATAGTCATAATCATAATATAACATATCACAATTACAGTTATACTATAAACAGCACAAATATTCAAATAAAATATGGAAACACAAATCAAATAACTACAAACACTATTAAACCAATTTATGGTAATATAATAGGAGATTGTCCAGTTGGTCCTTTAGCTAGTGGACCTTTTACAAGTGGTCAATAATATAAACTGAATCATAATAATGATTACTAAGTTATATCCACAGCATTGTTGTGGATATAACTTGATTTTTATTAAAAATAAATCATGGACTAAAATAAATTATAGACTAAAATAAATCATAAATAAATGTAATAAAAATAATTATAGTCGTAATAATTATAATCATGTAATATATATGTATATATTATATGACTATAAAATATAAATCTCTGTCAATATAAATTAATTAAGCCAAGGATGATTTAAAAGATCTTGGGCTGAATATCTAATTTCAGGATCAAATACAAGTCCACACATCAAAAAATCATTAATCTCTTGGGCATTTTTTTCATCAAACAAGAATTCAGTAATTAATCTATCTTTTAATAATTTGGATTCAAAACTCTCAAGATTTTTTATGTGATAATTTCTATTTTTATCAAAAAGGAATTTTCTTCGCTTAGATTTCTTTTTCATATTCAGAGGAATAGGTCCAAGAAATTTTTCCATCATATATAAATGATGAATATCTTGATTAAGAGGTTCTCTCTCCGGATCAAATAAAGTAAATCCTGTTAGTAATTCAAAAATAACACATGAAATTGACCAAATATCACAACCAAAGGAATAATTTAAATCAAGTAATACTTCGGGAGATCGATATCTTCTATCTTGAGTTTCATGTCTAGTTCTTTTTTGGAAGAAATATGAATTGCCATAATCAATAAGAGCGGTTGAACAATTAGTTATATATTTATCATCAACTACATATTGTTTATCGCTTGTACTCGCTCGGTTATTTAAAATTTTGTCAAAATCATATTCGTTATCAAAATCATGCATATCCTGATAATCTAAATTTTCTTGAATATCATCTACTGATTGATTTCTATCATTATATTTTTTGTTACATTCATTAAATTCACTATACTCATCTTCTGAAATATATTCATCATCTGGATAATCATCACTATCATTATCATCATCAATAAATGATTCATCTTCTTCACTATCGGGTATTAATTGCTCGTCATTATTTAAACATTCATCAAGTATACAAATTTCTTGAACAGATTCTTTTGCTAATTCATTAATTCTATCGTAATATTGATCTAATATTTCATCATCTTCATCATCTGAAGGTTTATTTTTAATTATTTCTTGATATTTTTCTTTAAAACCACTTCTTAAAAATAATTCCATAATTTGCTGATGATAATCAGGAACACCTTTAAATAATATATTTTCGGGTTTAATATCAGTGTGAATAATTTCTAGTTTAGTATGTAGAACATGAACTGCTTGTAGTAGTTGTCGTGCAATATTTTTAACAACATTGATGGGTAATCCATATTTATGGATACCATTAACTAATACCATACGTAAACTTCCTGCATATAAATCATATACGCTACAAACAAATTTTGTATTATCATCAATTTCATCAACAAAATGATCTAACATACTAATAGAATGAAAATCTCCATTCTCAAGAGTATATTCAGTTATTTTACTGACAATAGCAACTTCACGACAACCATCATGATAACACTCATGATCTTGAATTTTCATTGCATAAAAATCTGATTTTTGAATATCATAAACCATCCATACATGAGCATTATTGCCAGATCCAATATTCTTTAACAAAACATAATTATTTTTCAAAATTAATCCTGGATAAGTATTTTGGACTGGTTCTTGAACAGAACTTTCTGACTCATTTTCTGACTCATTTTCTGAGTCATCGCTAACTGGTAATATATTTTCCGATTCATCAGTCTCATACTCATTAATATTTAGAGTACTGGAACTAGAATTTTTTGACATCTTTTGTTAATAATAAATATATATTGTTTCTATTTATTTAAATGAGTAAAAATTTCAATTTTTTTTATTTAATTCGTAATAAAAATTATGAATTAAATAAATTAATTAATTAAGCAAATTGATTAAAAATAATAAATTAGGCTTTGATATCGTCTAAATTGTTCATTACATCATCTTCTTCATCATCATCTGTTTTAAAACGATAATGTGTTAATGAATCGGTTTTCTTATTATAAGTAGGCATTTTATGATTCATATAATTTCTCAATTCTTTAGCTCCAGGACATTTACCATCATAATTAGCACGATACCAACTCCTCATTCCTTCATGCATATCAAGAACTTTGACAGTATTTTTGGGATTTTCAGTTCTTTCTAAATAATCACTGATAAAATCTTGGAACACATCACATTTCTTACGATAATCAGCAGTATATTTAGTGACTAATTTAGGATGAACAAGCATATTAGTTTTATAATTTTTATAATAACCAATTAATAAACACATAAATCCTTGTTTCCATTCTGGAAGTTTCTCTGAAAGATTGTTGTCGGCCCAATAATGATTTTCTGGTAAACCTTCTTTTCTCATTTTTTTAGTGGCTTCTGCCATTTTAACGAATTTACTCAAAAATGGAATGACTTTTAATCTTCTCCAAGTACCATCATCATCAGATTTAATATTTGGTAAATCATTACACAACAAAAATGGTTTAAATTGAGGTTTAAAATAAATTGGTTCCTTAAACAAAGCACGTGCAGTAATAGTATCACCACCTGTAAATATTTTCATAAAACCAGTATTAATTTCATCTGTTGCTTTAGGTTCATCGAATGGACAAGCTCTTATTCCTTTCTTATCTGCTAGTTCGGGAGATGCAGAACTCGACGAAGATCTTTTTTCCGTTAACATTCTAATATCCATTGGTTTGAATAAATCACCAAGTGTATATTTCAATAATTCAAGTAATTTACTTTTACCATTTGCACCTGATCCAGTAAATACATAAAAACTTTCATCAGAAATAGAACCAGCGAGACAAGTAGATAATAGTGTCATAACATAATCTCGCATTTCTTTTTCAGGTTGAATTTTTTGTAAAAATTCTCGGATTTCCATAATGATGCCATCATTCTCATCAAGTTTAACATATTTGTAGTTAGTACATAAACTAATATAATCATCCGGACAACCATCTCTAAATACATCAGAATCCAAATCATACACACCATTCTCAAAACAAATTAGATATATATTTTCATCCAGATTTTTCAAAAAATTAGGATCATACGCAATATCAGCACATTCTCTAATGACACCATTTTTGAAAGTTGAATTATTTAGTTGTTTAATGACCTTAGAAATATGTGTTGCTTCATTCATACACTTTTCCTTTTCATATCCTTCTTTTTGAGCTTGTTTGGCATATAATGATCTTTGTCTATCAGCATATTCTTTAGTTAATTCATCAGATATTAAATTTCTGAGTGTATATGCACTATCTATTTCTATCCATCTATGATTTTTAAATTCATACCAAGTATTATGTTTAATAGATGCACATTTATATATGAATTTATATTTTTCCATTAATAATTTTGCAATGGTATTATGACTTGCTTCTAATCCACTTTTAACCAATTCAGATATTTTTTCCTCTTTCATTTTGATATATTGTTTTGGATTATCTTTTGACGCAAAATAATGAAGTGTAGCCATAGTATAATTACTCGGTCTCATACTCCTCCATAATTTTTCACATTCTCCTGTTTTATATTTACTGGGACATTTTTTGCTAAATTCAATCCAATCTGTCAACAAACGATAATCGATATTATGTAGACATTTCCCTACTTGATACCAACCATGATAATCTGTGGCTCTTTCTTTACTAAATAATTTAACTAGGTTTCTAGCTTCTACTAGAATATTTTCTGGTACTGCTTTAACAAATGCAGTATCTTCACCCATAATATCCGATATTTTTACATTACTATGAACATTTTTTTTTATTTTTAACGTGAGTTTTTCGATTTTTTTATCTATTTCCATTGGATCAATATCATCCGCTAATGGTGTTATACTTTCTTCACTAAAAAATCGTCGACAACTCAATGCATTAATATAGTGTCTAATTGTTGACCTAGAATTATCATCAGATCCAGGCAGTTTATGATCATATAATTTTCCGCTAATTGATTGATAAATATGTGTTACATAATACACATGAGAATAAGAATTTTTTTTTGAACCATACATCATCCAACCATTTCTATAGATAACACTTTCATCCATAATACTTTCGATATTATTAGTATGTGGGATTGTTTTGAATATATTATATTTTTTGGCAAGTTCAATAAAATCATGGCGCATTAGTTGTTGAAGTGCCGGTTTTGTGCAAATATATGGATAAACAATATGAAACCCATCTTTCATTTTATCACTTGCCTTTGTTAATTGTTTTTTTTCTGACACATACGAAAATAAATTACTACTATTCACATCAAGATATTTTTTTATGATTCTATTATACAATTTTACGACATTACGAATTGTGACCTCGGTATAATATCTTGATGTTTTATCTTTGGGTTGATCAAAATCAAGATCTATTACAATTGGACCATAATTTTTATGTCTTTCAACTACACCAGGTTCATATCCAGCCACAATAACATCTTCATATAATTTAGTAAATTTACTATACATATCTTCAGGAATAATAAATTTTCCATATGGATATTGCATTGTGGTATGTGTACAATATGGTGTCTTAGCATCATTTTTTATGGCATATTTTGACATAAAAAGTTGTAATTTTTGAAGTTCATTTTCATTTTGAATTGGTTTGTTTTCATGTCTATTTTGTTTTTGTGATTTATTTGTTTTCTTTATATTTTGACTACTTTTAGTCTTTAAAGATTTAGAATTAACAGGGGGCTTATTTTCGGATTTAGAAACCATGTATTATGTTAATGTTTTAAGCTTGTCTTTTCTTATATATTAAAAAAAATTTTATCAATTTTTTAATAAATAAAATTTTTATGCCAATTTTTTATAAAAAAATACATATTTATATTTATAAAGCATTAACCCAATAAGTCGAACATGCAGTACAAATATAAACAATTTGATCTGTTGTATTTTTTGTTATAACTGCTTCTTTTACAGTATCATTTGTATGTGATTCACATGATTTATTTTTGCAAATATATGCCTTTGTTCTGGCCAAGGTATAATCATGAATATATTGTGAAAAATTTTCCATATCGCTCGATTCTGATGTATCATAATTTTTGCTATAAATTAAAGTTCCTGGTTCAATTGGTCTAAAATTATCACAATATTTACATGTAAAATATGCTTTATTGCTACCAATTTTTGCATCATCTTTTATTTTTTCATCGACAAAGAAATTTTTATTTATATTTTTTATAAGAGACATCATTTTTTTTTGATCTTTTTTTGTCATATTTTCAAATCTTTCATCGTCAGTCAAATCTTTTCCTTTAATTTTATTCAAATCTTTTTCCACAATTTGTGTGTTTGTTAAAAATTTTTCAAATATATTATTCAGTGCATCATTAATTTTACCACCTACTTGTTTGGTTTTGACATCTTTTGTAACATTAAAAGAATAACGGCACTTTTCACAGAAAAACATTTATATTTACTTTAATGATATAATTTATTATATATACTTATTACGTCAATTTTTTATAATGACTTTTTTATATTAACTAGGTATATAAAAAAATTGATTAATATATATTATTTAATAATATAAATCTATATTATTAAAATACAGTAATATGCCAAAAAAAGGTAATTCGAATACTAGTAAAAAAACTAGTAAAACTAAAAAATCTGACAAAAATAATAATTATTATGATGATGTTGAGGAATTTAGAAATTCCGAAGATGAATATGCATCCAGTGATGCAGAATCTGATGTAGATTCTAATGTAGATTCTAATATCGAATCTGATGTAGATTCTAATATCGAATCTGATGTAGAATATGAATCCGACCAATCTGGAGGTGCATCTGACGCAGCGGATGATCAATTGGATGATGATAATTCTACTTTAGATATTGATCCAGATGATGAAGCTGATGTAGATGTTGATGGCGATGAAAAATATAATCCAATAGACGAAATAGATGAACCTGTTGACGAAGATCAAGGTTCTGAATTAGATGAACATGGTATTGATGAAGTTGATCCAGATTCAGTCGATGCATCAGAATTTATTGGTGATAATAAAAAATGTCATATGAAAAATATAAATAAAGATAAAGATTTTATAGCTCTCGATGATGATGATTCAAATTTATATGGTAAAATGGAATATAAAAGAATCCCTGATGATGAAAGAGAAACTGATGCTGTTATTACTTGGTATGAAATGGTAAGAATAATTGGTACACGTACACAACAATTAAATTATGATGCACAACCCTTAGTAAAAGGTGTAGAAGGATTACCCCCTGCAAAAATTGCATACATAGAATTACAAGCTAAAATGACTCCCTTTATTATCAAAAGGAAAATGCCTGGCAAAAAATATGAAGAATGGAAAATTGATGAATTAGAAATAATTCATGAAATAACGGAGGAAATGTTTGTTCCAGGAAAATTTGATTGGAATCAATTCAGTGATAAAAATCCCAATATTAATACAAATTCAAGGATAATATCTGATCATAAAAATAAAATAAATTTAGATAAATCATCCAAATCGCTTAAATCATCCAAATCACCCAAATCATCCAAATCATCTAAATCGCTTAAATCATCTAAATCATCCAAATCATCTAGAAATAAATAGATTATTTCAATTTGGATATGATATACAAATTTAAATGAACAATTAAATAAACCAATTAAATAAATCAATTAAATAAATCAATTAAATAAATCAATTAAATGAAATTATTATCATTGATAATAATTTTATTTAAACCAGGATTGTATTTCTGGATTATTTGATATATATATTGTGATATTTTTAGATATATTTCTTTTATTCTTATTGTATTCTATTTTTTTGTCAGCATCTAAAGTGATTTCATATTCACGTAATGCATCGGCAATAAAACATCCAATTATTTTTGCGGGTTTATTATCTGGTCCAATTTTTCCAATTATTCCATCAAATCTATTTTTGGTAAGATAACATTTTATTTCTTCATAAGAACTTCCTATCTCACTATTTTTTAATAATAAATCTTTAATATCATATTTAATACTTGATTTGTGCACTTCTCCAAAAATATCATCATTTTTTGATTTAATAATAGGTCTAAATATATTACACAAATGTCTAGCATTCATTTTAAATACATATCCTTCTGCTAAATTATTATTAATTTGCGGTAATCCATACATAGCTGGGACTTTAGTATGAAAAACTGGGTCCATTTTAATAATATCGGTAAATATCGCTCGAGAAATTTCTGGAACTATTCTGATATTTGTTTTAGAAATATAATTAATTACTTCATCATGACTTAAAAATTCTGAATAATTATTTTCTGGAATACCCGATTCGGTTTTATAATTTATTTTAATATCAAAGATTAAAAAATCTATGTCTGGATTATAATAAACACCTTTTTGAATTGGTTTAATATCTTTTACATACATATCAGGATATGCACCTCCAAATAATTCTCCATATATTTGGATTGACATTAAATTATCGATATTTTTTTTAATCTTATTAAATATATTAAAAACATCTTGGCTATAACGCTCAACGACAATTTGATAATTAAAAAAATATTCTTCTGATGAAATAATACCCGTGCGTTTAGCTGTTTCTAGTTTTTCTCCATTAGTAATGAATGAAAAATTTGCACCATGTATTTTTTCTAGAGCGATCCATTCAATATTATTCGATAATAACCCATTTTTTTGTAAAGATTTAAAGCTTCTGGCGTTTAAATTTTCGATACTAAAATATTTTTGAAAAAATTGATTAATTTCCATATTCATTGTTGTAATTATATATATTATATAATCTGTACATTCAATATTATTTTTTTTCAAATTTTTTATAATATCATAATATATGTATGTATCTTTCCAAAATATTATCATATACAACACAAGATTGTCAATCAAAAATAAAAAATTTAAGTAATAATATCAATAATAATATGATATTTGATACATATTATCCATCATTTTTAATTGACGAAATGATTCAAGCTTTTGGTAAAAAAATAAATATTACACATTTTAAAGTGGATATTGATATGGTAAAAAATATTTTTATTGATTTTGATCGTGAAATCAATAAAGTGCTCGGATCTAAATTTCAAAATGATGTTTTAGATTCTGATTTAGTTTTTGGTTTTATGTTGGATGTTAATAACAATAAAATTATGATATATATATTATGTGATAGTAAATTTAATAATAATGGTTATGTTTCTGCTTTATTACATGCAATAAATACTTTTTGTTTTATGTTTCCTTATAATTATAATGATTTGGCAATATATATATGTTTGGATCAAAATAATCGTAATATAGATAAAGAGTTCAATAATATAAATCAAAATCAATCTAATTTAACTGACATTTTTCAAAAGTTAAAATTAACATCACAAGCATTTAATGTAAGTGGAGTAACTTATAGATCTCAAAAACGTATTATTTTAACAAAAAGCCAAGAAATTGTCAAATTAATGTATCATGAAATGGTACACTATATTGGACTAGATCACGAATTAACAAAAATACTAATACCTCATACTTGGAATATTGTCAATCCTGGATTAAATTTATCGGAGGCATATACAGAATATATTTCGATATTATTAAATAGTGCTTATCAATCAATTCATTTGTCTAGTATTGCGGATATTAATATGTATCAACTTTATCAAGAACTTATTTATTTTGAGACATATTATTCACTCGCATTAAGTCATAAAATTATAAATTTTTATGGATATGATTGTAATAATATGGATAAATTTTTTTCGCAAAATAAATTTTCTAAAAAATTATTTTGTCCAATATTAATATGGGAATATGTAATTATTAGGACAAAATTATTGTTGAACACAAATAAATTCAATTGGCGAAATAGTCAAGATTTAAAAATAATATTTTCAGATATATCAAAAATTATTAAAATAACCAATATAAATGATCATCATATTGAAAAAATAAAATCATGTAATTATTTACAAAATGACTCGAGTTTTTCATATAATTTGATAGATATTGATTGGAATTACATTTAAATCATATTAATCATATGTATATATTTGAACATTTTTATTGTGTTTTAGAAATACTAAAACATAATAAAAAATTCAAAATGTACTAATATCTCAAATACCAGATATTTTTTTCACAATATCCATTATATATTTGATTATCAATAAAAATGGTTTAAGATTTATACTATTATATTCCATATGTTTATTTGGATATTTTGTTTTATTTATAAAGGGCATACAAACCAAAATAGACATATATATGTTATACATGCCTGAAATCCAATAATCATTATTAAATACATATATGATTGTGGCAAAAAATCCGAAACCTAAATGATAAGGCCAAAGTTTTTCATGAATATCAATTCGATGATATAATGTAATTTGTTTATATTGCCACAAATTATTGAAACAATAAAATGAATGATAAATTGATAATATTAATATTTTTAATACAACACTAAAATAATTTAATTTATTTTTGAACAAAAAATCCAATATTATTGTGGTAATAAATATAACTAATTGATAAATTGTCATAGTAATACTTAAACTTAAATAATTCATATTATTTTTATTTGTGGTTGGACGTGTTGTGTATTTATTAATACATGATATTAAATCAATGTATTGTAATATATGAAAAAAACAACTGAGTATATCAATTGGATATATTAACCAACTAAGTAGCACAAATAAATTAAAACCAATCAATAAATTTATTAATGATACGACTAAATATGGTATTAAATATAATGTAATATTATACTTTATTATTTTGTATAAACAGTTAAATATTTTAGTGTCATGTAAAATAATTTTACATAGCTTGTCAATTCTAATAGAATCATATAAACCCAATTTAAAATCTTGTAAAATATTTTGGTAAACTCGATTCATAGAGTATTTTAGTAAATACTAATATTATCTATTGATATGATTTATTATTAATATTTGATTTATTCAATTTTTTATTAAAAATTGAATAAAAAAATGTTATTAAATATATTTTAATGAATTCGATTATATTATTTTAATGGATTATAATGAATATTTAATAGATGATACAAGTATAGATATTATAACATATCGTCAAAATATGTTTAATGAATTTGTTCCAATGAACACAAAAATTGATACCAAATTTCCTGATATTTTACGCTCATATCCTTTCAATATACCAAATTTTGATTTTATCGATCAAAAAAAAAATATGGCAGTATATACAAAAACGCCTGAAGAATATTGGAATAAATCATATGATCATTTTGATCAAATATTAAAAATTTTGGATAAAATATATACCGGATCATATAAACCATATATATCACAAATTTGTAATGGAATAGCTGGAGATAAAATATGTGAACAAATTCAAGATATATATACATTAATTGATGTATATTTATCATTATATATTAATAATCATGATAAAATAAGAGATTTAATAAAAATATTTCTCGATTTTTCTGATGCTAATAAAAAAATAGCTGTAAGATTTAGTATATATGTATCGGTGTATATTATTAAATTTTATATGCATACCAAATCATATGATAAATTTACTAAAACAGTTTATCAAAAAATAAAAGAATTTATTGCTGCATCAAATAGTGATTTATATTTTATTGACAGTGAATTAGATTATTATTTAAAATACTTGGATGGAATGCTGAAAAAATAATAATATTATCTGATATTAGGTAAAAAAGAATGAAATTAATGAAAGGATTGTGTAAATTTATGAAAGGTTCAAGTGTTAAAACCAATCCAAAAATTTTAATAATTTACGGAAATTATGGAGGAGCAGGATTTAGTGCTAGACGAACTTTTGATAAAAAAAATAATCAATTGTATCAACTGGATAATAATAATGATTTTGTTTATCAACAAGAAATGAATTTACAAGATTATCATAATTATTATTTATCAATGATGCAGGAAATAGATGTAATTGATGAATTGGATGCTTGTTTTAAATTGCATGACTTGGACACTAATAGTAGAAATATTAAAAATATTATCAAAGCATCACATTATTTACCTTTAAATATGAGTCGAATCGATCCCATTTTTTATTTATCTTATCCTTTGGTTTTTTCTATTGGAGTTATATATTTTGCAACAATCGGTAGACCAAGTAAAATTGATGAATCAGATATTGATAATATTAATCAATACAGAATTGAATGCCAAAATATTTATCGCGATAGATATAATATTAAATACGTTTAATAGATATAATCAAAATTCAATATATTTATAATATAATGAATTTTTATAAAAAATCTCACGATATTTAATATAATGAATAGTTTACTTGTTATCATATTAGTCATATTACTTGTTATTGTATTACTAGGTGGTTCTGTACAATGGTTATGGTTAATTGTTGTGTTATTAATTTTGGCCCTTATTTTCTAAATTCCATAATTCACAATTAATTATAAAATATTGACCATATCATTTTATTTATAAATAAATATTTATTAATATTATTTATAAATGGAAAATGGTGGTTTTAAAGTTGTGTTAATTGGAGATTCTGGTGTGGGAAAAACGAGTTTAGTATATTGGTTTATGTACAAAAGACAACCTTTAAATACATTTCCTACAATTGGTGCAGCTTTTGCGGCCAGAAGTATTAAAGCAAATAATAGAGAAATTAAATTAAATATATGGGATACCGCTGGTCAAGAAAGATTTAAATCTTTGGCACGAATGTATTATAATAATTCTGTTGCTTGTATTTGTGTATTCGATATAACAGATATTAATTCATTCAAAAGTGTAGATTTTTGGATTCGAGATTTTAAGACAAATAATTATAATAACGATCATGTCATAATAGTAGTAGCTAATAAATGTGATGTATCACAACATTTATGGCAAGTATCTATCGGACAACTAAAGGAATATTGTAATAATAATAAATATTTATACACATGCACAAATTGTATAAATGGAGAAGGAACATATGAATTATTTGAAAATATAGCAAATCAAATTAGTAATCTAAAAATAGCGGTTGATTATTTTTCTAATAATGACATTATTAAAATTAATAACAATCTAAGTAAATGTGAATGTTAATTTAATTTAAATATATTTGTCATTGATTTAGTGAAAAAGTTATTAATATTTTTTTAAATATAATATATATATATACATGTTTAGTAAATCTTGCTTAAAAAAACTGGAACGTCATGGTTTATGTGTTGTAAAAACACACGAACATTCTGATGATGAAAGTGATAATAATACAGTATGTACATGTCCAGAACCACCTAAAAAATGTACACCTATTAATTTTATTTATGATTTTCGTCGAAAATACAATGATGAAGATTTTGATTTTGTGTTTGGTAATGATGGTACTGTGACTAGAAATGATGAAACCGGATTAACAGTTAATTCTGTTCCTTTTACTGCTACTATTCCGGTGGGTAATGAACATCCTAAATGGCTTAAATTTTACAAAGAAACATTCGAGTTATGTGATGATCGCGAAGTAGTATTTGAAACAACGATGTCTGCTCAACAAATTATCGATGCTAATACCATTCCACAAGAAATGCGAGAAAGAATTCGTAATGTTAACGATGATATACGACTCGCTTCTGGTGCTTTTAATATTATTGATCCTGATACTTGGATGGTTTTTGATTTTTTCATTTCTGATACTGCTATTTATGCATTTTATGAAAGATTGCCTTTTGGTAAACCTGCTTTTAATGGTGGTGTATTAACTCCATTAGGAGATTATGCCGCGTTTTCTAATGCGATTTGGGTAGCTAGAAGATCAGCTACTAATCCATTAGAACAATTAGAAAAATTATCTATTGGTATTCATAAAGGCAAAGGATTAGTTACATGGTATATTAATAATGTTCCTGTATTTACTTGGGATAAAATTGGTTATCGAGCCCATGATAAATATCGTATGTTAGATCATGGTGGTCAAGAAACATTAGTAACAGTCAGTTCAGTTAGAATGGGTTTCGGAACTTTTTCTTTGTTAGATATGGCTTTACCTAATGATTATGATCGTGCATATGTCAGACCATTTATATTAATACCTGGTGGTGAAGCAAGAGAAATTGCTGCTTCTGCTTTAGTACAAATTGATTTAACTGATAATTATCGTGAATTATTCCCAAATCCATTAACAGGTGATGATAGATTATTACAAGATCCGTCAATAACATTTGCTTATGTATTAGGTCAAGAACCTGATGATAATCGCGCTGTTAAATTATTTGGACAAGGAGCTATTATTAATGTCGAACATATTCGAGCATACACAAGACCAAAAGGATATCGTCAAGAATTTTCACGAGTAAATTATTAAAATCCAATATTTAGATTTATATTAATTTTATATCGCATAAAATTAATATAATTCAAATCAATATTTTATACTTTATTCAAATGACAAATATCTTTTTTTTCTGAAAATCTTTTATTTTATTATCAGAAATAATTGTTGTTGTCATATAAATATATTTACGATCTGTTTCAAAATTTAAAATATATTTATCACTATTTGGAGTTAAATTAATGGTATTTTCAGTCGATTCTTTTTTTAAAAGATAATCAACAACGTTTTGATGATCATTATAAAAACTCCATAATAATGCCTGTTTATTACTATATTTAATATCAGCTCCAAAATCAACTAATTTTTTTACAATATTAAGATGACCATTACTGGCAGCTACACATAATGAATAATTTAAGCTATCATGATACAAATTAGGTTCAGCACCTTTATGATGATAATAACGTAATAATATTTCACAGATTGTATCATAACCGTTACAAGATGCAATTCTTAAAGCATAATCATCCATAAATCTACTATTTACACCGAATTGTAACAATATTTCAATTATATTTTTTTGATTTAATACGACACAATAAATCATAATAATATTTAAATCATCACTAGAAATATGATTTTGATTAATAATATCTTTGACAAGACTAGAATCATTATTAATTATAGCAGATAATATATTATTTTTATTCATGGTATTGATATTTTCTAAAAATAACTAAATAATATGATCAATAATATTTATAAATTTCAATTTTTTTAATTCGTATCGAGATAATTTATATTATCACAATAATATATTAATATTATTATGATATATTATTATGTAACTAATCAAAATCCATTTGATATACAATTTACAGATTTTGTAGATGAAATCATTTCAATGTTATATAGTAATGAAGCAATGATGATTTCCAAAGAACAAATTAAACAACTTAAATTACCAAATAATTATTTAGATTTGTTCAAAAAATCCATTAGTAAATACGTATATCGCGTACCATTATATGATATTACATATGATCATATATATTTAATCTATAAAGAAAATGTGTATGAAAGAATTTATAAAGATAATTATCGTTTCATAGATGAAAATTTTGTATCTGATTTAAAAAATATTAAAAATCCAAGTCTAACCGATCAAGAAAATTTAAGAATATTGCAAAATTATGATATACCTACATTAACTGAAACATATATGAAAATATTCTATGAAAGTTTTGTGCTCAATAAATATATTACTAATTGTCGACGTCCTAGTTATGCATCAGGTATGGAACATATTATGCCATATTATAAAATTAATGAGTTGTATTATTTAGCTTATGATTGGAATTTAACAGATAAGGCAACTTTAACTACAGATGAAATTAGAGTTTTGTGCAAAAAAATATCAAAATTTGATATATCTGCAAAAACATTATTAGATCATCAACTATATATATATGATTCTAAAGCAATTGGTTTGGTCAAACATTATTCATTATTTGGATCTTATTATATGAATACTTATCTAAGACAAAATAAATGTTGTCTTCCGGGAGAAAGATCATATGAAGACGTTATAAGAAATTCTGATTTGGAAAATCAAATTGAAATAATGACCAAATTAATAAGTAAAGCACCAGGATTTACTGAATCTCATACAGTATATCGTTTTGTGGAAAATGATAGTTATTTACAACATTTAAAAATAGGTGATATATATCAAGATTCTAGTTTTATGAGTACCACTAGAAATCCTTTTTATTATAAAGAAAATTATGCATTTGGTTATATACTTATTAAAATAACTTTACCAAAAAATATTATTGGTGTTGGATTATGTATTGAATCTTATTCCAATTTTCCAAATGAAGAAGAAATTATATTACCTCCTGCTTCAAAATATCGTTTGATTAATTATACAGATACTGATGAATCAGCGCAATTTCAAAATATTTTTAATTTGAAAGTTCAAAAAAAATATGAATTCGAATGGGCTGGAAATGAATATATTGGAGAAAATGTAAATAAAATTAAAATTAATATGCCAGGTGCATATATGCCACAATTAGAACGTAGTGATTTATCCGAATTGTTAAAAGACGACGATTTTAAATCATTAGAAATGAGTGACAGATTTAGTTATTTTAAAAATAAATATGTTAATATGAATAATCAAATTAAATGTGTAGTGGGAAATACTGAATATACATTCAACATCGAATCATACGATTCAACAAGTGTTTACAAACCTTTTTTTTATTACGAATTGCGTGATGGAATTATGATTACTACATCCAATCCTAAATATGGAAATATTAATATGCTGATTGAATTAGGTTCCGAAATACATGTTAATTACTATTTTAAATATAGTGTTACAGATCCCAGTATTGTGGTAGATTTAAATAAATCAGAATGGATTGAATGGTTATCTTTATTAGCTTATGCAGTTGGTAGTCAAAATGTAGTTATACACTCAAATTACACACTCAAAAATAACATATCCGATACTATTGAACAACGTCAAATGAAAACAAGATACACTTTTTCAGAAAATATATATCTGTATATGAAAAACAAGACAAAGTTTTTTATATTTGATGAAATAGTTACCGGTTTTGATTATGGTCAATTAGATTATCTTGAAAAATTACCCATAACAGAATATATAAAACCCACTGATAAAAATGAACTTTATCGTATTGCGATGTCTTCTAATAAACAAAATTTAGCCGAATTATATTTATATATTGTCGAAGAGTATCCGAAATTAATTAAAATATTTGAAGAAAAAATGGATTCTATTTATGATATCAATAGGAATCCCTTTCGCAACATAATATACACTCTGAATGCTTGGAGATATTTATATGACAGATATTTAATAAATAAAATGCCATCTGATAAAGATTTTTCATTTAAAAAAACTGCTTTTAAAAAATTTATTGGAGACAAAAAAATTAAAAAATTCAAAAATAGACTTAGAACTTTTTTATTAAATAAATAAAATTAGTGCATTAATTTTATTTATTTAAATCTGAATTGTATTAGATATTATTATACCATCAATATTATGCCATTTTAATATTTTTTCAAGACAAATTCTTGTGCACCATGCTGCATGATCTCCTGAAACAATAGCGATATTTGGTCTGCAATTTAATTTGGAAATAAATATCATTAATGGATACAACATTAACGTCATTAAATGATCTGCTAGATCACTAATCCCTCCTTCAATTACATACATCAAACAATTATTATTAGATACTGATAATTCGTGATATATATCATCACTTTTACATGTGTGCCAATTTTTATATTTCGGAATAGAATGATGTAAAGAATTTATAAATCCCAAATAAATCGAATTATTATCTGGTTTTAGATCAAAAACGGGTTTATTTTCTAAATCTAAGAAATATATTGTTTGTGGTGTATTATAATTATTGGTTTGTTTTAATGGAATAATATTATTGGTGTTATTATTTTTATTATTAATATTTATAATATTATTATCAGCATTAGTATCAGTATTATCTAACTTTAATAAATATTCTAACATTTCAGTAGCAACCATTTGTTGTGATATGGTTTTAGAATTGCTATTTTTACTTCCAACTAGTGTAAATTCTTGTCCATTAATGGTGGCTACAATACTAGATGTCCAAATTTTATTATGATCTGGGCCAGAACTTGTCGAATTATAAATTGGAATAGGTAATTTATTTTTTTGAAAATATTCTTGTAATTTATTTTTTGGAGAATTCATTATTTTAATAATTATTGATATATTTAAATCATGATTTAAATATATTATTAATATCAATTTTTAATAAACTTCATGTCACAAAAATATTTTGATAATACCATAAAATGGATGTTCGAAAAAGTATTTGATCAACTCACTTTGAATTGTCAAGAATTATATCAATCACCTTATCATTTAATTGAAAAAAGAATATATAACCACGAAATATATAATTTAATATCTTCATGTTTAAAAATTAATATAGCCGAAATTGAGTCCTATTTGACAGACTCTACATTTATCAAGTCTTTTTTATTTACCAAAATAAAAAAAAGATTGTATGTCGAAATTTTACTAAATAATTTGGATCAAATAATAGAATTAGTAAATAGTGGTTATAATATTGACGAAATTTCCATTCGTTTAACAATTATTAACAATAGGTATGATATATTAAAATTTTTGGTTTCAAATAAAAAATTACATTTGACTCAAGATTTATTGGCTATCTGTGCAGAATATTCGTATACAGATATATATTTTTATTTAAAACAACATAAATTAATGCCCAGTATATATACTTTTAACAAAGCAGTTCTTGGCAATTCATTATCAATAGTTCAGGATATCAGTCAAAGAATTGGTATATCAAAAAAAACACTTGAAACAGCTTTTGAAACTAATAATACAGAAATAATATTATTTTTAATTAATCAAGCTGAGCAAGAAGATGTTGTTATCAGTAAAAATTTTGCAGCTTATGCTATTGTTAATGCCAATTTCCAGTTATTAAATATATTGATAGAAAAAAATTTGATAAATTGGAACATCGAATTATATTATTCAGCGTTACTTTCGGGAAATTTAGATATGATTAAATTTGTTGATAATCATATTGAAATTAATCATATGGAAAGAGTTTTGGATTCAAGCAAAACCAAACGCGGAGTATCTTCATTATTAGTTACAGATATGATTTATACTGTCAACGGTAAAAAATATTTTTCACATATCATGAATTATTCCATACAATCTAAAAATCTGGAAGTGGTAAAATTATCGCATCAACAAGGTTATGGTATCACTGTTTCAAATTTTATCACAGCAATTCAACAATCTACACCAGAAATTTTAGAATATTTATGTCAAATATATAATTCTTCCTTACCTTTTTATTTGATACATTATTTAGGATTAAATTCTAAAATATCTAATAAAATTATCAAGGCAAATATATTAATAAAATCTAAATTATTTAAACTAGATACGTCTAATTTAAATACAATTGATTATCAAAAAGAAGCTGTCCATATTGAAATGATAACGACAAATACACAATTATCATTAGAAACTTTAACTGATCCAGATTATATATTTAATTATCCGATTTTTTTTGTTACTAAAAAAGGCTACAAATTAAATAGAAAATTGATTACAATAGCTTATCTATATTTAAAATTAGATCAGAATAATGATTTAATAAAACTATATTCTGATAATTATAACGAAATCGATAAACAATATTTGGTTGATTGCTTATATTTATTTGGAAATATGATACAAATAAAAAAATTACATAATATGATACCAATCACACCAAGCCAACAAATTTTAATGGAAATTACTTGTCAACAACAAATTTCTAAATTATATTATTTATATGCCAATAATTATTTATCAACATTTTTAATTAAAAATTTATATAATATCGTATTTAGTTTAAACAATTCTCATTTGAATACATTATTTAATAAATTTGGAAATTTTAAACCAGAATTCAAGTATATTGTTATGTCAGGAAATGTAAGTCAAATAATTGAGTGGTTGGACAAATATCACGAAATTTTGATAGATACTAATGATAAAATTATAAATAAAAATATCATAAAAAATATGTTATTATTGGATAATGATATGATATTAAATTATTTATCTACCAAATCAAAATATAAAAATTTACTCATTCACTGGAAATTAGAATTAATCGATTGGACTCGAGAACAAGATTTATTAAATGTAACAAATATACTACAACATTTATAATAAAAAAATTGAAAAATAAATTATATTATTGTACAAATAATATAATTTAGGTTATTACATAACATTATAATAAATATAATTATAATGCAAATTAATAATTGGTCTGATCTTATAAATAAATTGAATGATAATAATGATAACAAAGGTGTATTTATCAATTTATTGAATGAAATAAATGTTTTTATAAATTCCTGTAAATTTGATGAAGATTTTTCTTTGGATCAAGTCAAAAACCAACATTATCAAAAATTCAACCAATGGAAATTGTATTTTGAACAATTAATGATTGAAACTGATATCACACATATATCGTCTAAAATACCATATATTTCAACTCGTGGCGAAATAATTATAAATATGACAACACCTGGGAAATGGATTCAATTTCATACTAGAGATGTTCATATTGAATTTATTGATGAAGAAAAAACAATTATAAATGATAAACCTCTTGCTAATTTTTTGAATAAAATGCATGAATTAATTCCCCAATATAAATATTTTGGAAAACATCCACTTGTTTATTATAAATTTAAAACTATGCCCGATCCTGATATTGTAGAATATATGCAAACATTTGGAGTAACCGCTATTTGTTTTACAGATAAAACAAATATATTTGAATGTCCAAATACATTTGGTGAAAAAGTATTACTCGATCAAGCGGTAATACTTACTATGTGTAGTAATTTATCTTGTGGGTTATCTGATTCATATTATGAATCAACTAAAGAAAATATTAATAAAGATACAGTTATTGCCAGTAAAAATGAAATAGATGAATATTTAAATAATAAGCAACTTTTAGTTTGTCAAAGTGTTTATGATCAAACCAAAGTTAAAATGGAATTTACTGCTGGTCCACAAGAAACAATACGATTTTTGGAATTGTTAACTAAAATTACAATTGTACCTGATTGTCAAAATGATAGATTTTTAAAAATGAAAACTAAAGAAAATGAAATTATATGTATTTCAGTAGCGGAACGTGAAGGTGCAACTATTGTTACTAATAATAAACACATATATAAAAAAATAAGTTTATTTTATCAAGAAATACCTTGTAAATTATTTGCAAGTGTGCAACTTACCGAGACTAAATATAATTAAATTATATATTATCATTATACAATAATAATATATATATATAATGATGCAATATAATTGTAAAAATTCAATTGCAGTTATTCTAAAAACTCATATTTGGAATGATGATATTCTATCATATTCCGAAAAAATTTATCATGATTGTGTCAATAATAATATTGATTTTTATATATTAATGCATGATGAAAATCAAATAATAAATGCAATCAGAGAGCCTATAAATAATGTAACAATCACTTTTACAGAATTAGATATAAAGGGATTATATAAGAAAGGATTTTATTCTATGTGGTTAAGCAATCATTGGATATTAATGTTTTTTTATAAAAAATATGGTTTACACTATAAATATATTTGGAGTATGGAATATGATGTTAGAATTAGTGGTGATAGTTCAATTTTATGGAATTATAAAGGAACCGAAGATTTTGTATATACTATGGGGAATTATCAAAATTTGAAAAATAAATATATCGATTATTATATTGGTAATAAATTATCTGATAATAATAAATATCATGGTTATTTACAATTGGCCAGATATTCTAATCGATGTTTAAAATATTTGGATGAATGTTATACAAATGGAGAAAATGGACAAGATGAATTAATTACATTTAGTTTAATTAATCGAGCAAAATTTTCACTATCAAAAACATTTCTGCAAAAATTAATTCGAGGTACTTGGACTTGGCAAAATATTTATTCTGAATCTAATCGAAAATTATATGATCATCTGGAAAATAATAATACTTTGGCTATATTTCATCCTGTTAAATAAAAATTGATTTATTTATACTTTGATCAGTTTAATAATCTATTAAACTAATCATTATTTCTATAATGGATTATAATATATTATATGAATGTGCTAAGCAAGGTTTATTTACTGATTTTGAATTGACACTGGAAGATGGTACTAATCAAATAACAATGAAATTACATCGTCATATATTATACGCATCCAGTCCATATTTTCGAGCTATGTTTACTAATTTTATGGATTCAAACGTTAAACAAAAAACTATGTTTGTGAAAAATACTCACATATATCATGATACAATTGTATCATTTTATGGTCAAAAATTAAATTCTGCTAATTATCCTGAATATAAACATATTTTGGAATCAATCAAATGTCGTGATTTTTTACAATTAGAAATTGATACCAAAATTTTGTCCAAATTAATTGTTCCGGAAAATGATTTCGAATTATTATTGGATGTAGCTGATATGATTGGCTATAATGAAAACATAATTAATGCAATTTCTCAGAATCTATCAATCAATTATAAAATTGAAATTTTTCCCAGAGAATTACAAATTGAATTACATAATAATTTATCAGACGATTTAATTGTATTAAATTCAAATGATTGTATTTATTTTTATGATAAAATAGGTAAATTTATTTCGTCCTATAAAACAGAATTAGCAATAAAAAATTTATCTTGCAATAAATTTGGTATTATATGTTACACCAATTATAATGATATTAAAGTAGTAAATATGAATAATAATGAAATTATTACTATAAATAAAGACACAGTATCTTGTGATGAATTTATGAACTTAGATATTTCTCCGGATGGTAAAAGAATATTATCATATGATTTGAATGGTAAAGTATATTTTTGGAATAGTATTAATGGAGAACTAATTCATATTTTAAAAACTGATTATGATTTTATTTATAAGGTATGTTATTTACCACTTGATGATAAATTTATGATACATACTGAAGCAAATGTGTATATTCACGATAGTAATGAATATCACTTGGTCGCACATTTTCAAATGGATAAAGATAAATGTATTAGTATTTCTCCTAATGAAACTAAAATAGCCATGTATTTTGAAAATGATATTGATATCTGGAATTATTCAACTGGTGATACTTATAAAATTAAGACTGAAAATAAAATCAGTTTATTGCGATTTTGTACAAATAATAATTATTTAATAATGACATGCGGCGCTACGTTCAACCCAGATTGTTATGAATTAAGAGTTTATGATTTTAATGCTAAAAAAGATATAATGTTTTCACATGAAACAGAATTCATAGAAGAACTGGCTTATTATACCAAAAACAATTATATCATTACCATAATGAGTGGTTATCGCAAACATGAATTAAAAATATATGATAACCATATATTAAATGATGATGATGATAATATAATTAAAGATTACGAATATTATTTAAAACGTGGATATAATGTTACCGAATCACTAAAATTTAATCCACATAATGAAATTAACATTATTTCCAATATCACAAAAGATCTTGTCAAAAAATTAAATACAATTATTTTAAACTAGATTTTAAACAAGATCGTGATTATCCTAAATTAATATTTGATCAATTGATTGAATATCAATTGATTGAATATTAATTTGAATTTGAATTGATCAAGTTTTTTTTGAATTGACTTTAATATTTTTTTTTGATCCACCATTTTTTTTATAATTCGATTTAGTTAATTTAGTTGATTTAGTTGATTTAGATCCAGCTACTTTTTTTGCATTTTTTTGAGAGATTATTTCATTTATTTCTTTTTCAGTTATTTTTTCCACGTTAATATTTTTTGGTATGGGATAATTTTTTTTAGTTTTACCATTTTGTGCTTGAATATAATAACCATAAGGACCTTTCAACACTACTGTTCTAATCATTTTTTTACCTTGTTTGATATTAAATTCAGCAATATTATTAGATTGTTTTGTTTTAATTAATTCAATTGCTTTTTCTAGATTAATATTTTCTCCTTGGTCATTAGAATAATTAATTCCGTTGTATTGTATATAAAATCCATAAGACCCACGTTGTAAAACAACATCATGAGATTTATATTTTCCTAGAATTTTTGGATAAACTAATAATTTTATTGCGTCGGATAATTTGATTGTTTCTAAATCGAGCGATTCTGGTATTTTTGAGTAAACAAATTTATCTCCGGATCTACGCTTAACAACAGGACCATATTTAGTTTTGGTGGCAAATATTTCATTACCATCAGAATCTAATCCTAGTAACTTTTCAGAAGATTGTGGAATATTATTTTTTTTTGATAATTCATTAATGATTGGTTCTAATTTATCATAAAATGATTGTATCACTTTGTGCCACACTTTAGTACCTGCTGCTATATCATCTAATTTAGTTTCCATATCAGCTGTAAATTTATAATCCATCATTTCTGGAAAATTAGCCAAAAGAAAATCATTTACAGTTACACCTAAACTGGTTGGAATAATTTTTTTTGATTCTTTTCCGAGCAATACTGTATCAGTATCTTGAAATATTTCCATAATATGTTTTTTATTTTCAGATTCAATACTATACGTAGTAATTTCACGTTTGATACCAGGAACATCACCAATTTTAATATATTCTCTAGCTAAAATTGTTTTAATTGTATTTACATAGGTTGATGGTCTACCAATTCCCAAATTTTCTAATTTCTTGACTAAACTGGCTTCACTATATCGAGGTGGTGGACGCATATATTCTTGTTTAGCAACAATTTGTTCCATATAAACTTTGGAATTAATTTTTGGTATTTTTCCTTTAAAATCAATATTATTATCATCTTCGATAGCGTCATCGACAGATTCTATATAAACGCGCATAAATCCAGGAAATATAATCGTTTCAATTTGACTTTGAAAATAATAATACGGATTAATTTTTTCTTCTAAATATTTTGAAATGGTGATTTGAATAGTCATTACTTTAATTTTCGCAGGTTTCATTTGTGATGCAATTGTTCGTTGCCATATTAAACGATATAATTTAATTTGATATGCATCTTGGACTTCATTTTCTAAATTGATAAGATCTGGATGAGTTGGTCTAATTGCTTCATGTGCATCTTGGCTAGATGCAGATTTATTTTTGTAAATATTTTTTTGATAATATTCTTTACCATATTCTTGTTCAATAATTTTTTTAATATGTTTATGTCCTTCCTCGGATATTTCAACAGAATCAGTTCGAATATATGTGATAAATCCACCTTCATATAATTTTTGAGCAGTTTTCATTGTAGCATCAATAGACATCCCAAATTTACGATTGGCTTCCTGTTGCAAAGTAGATGTAGTAAATGGCGGTGAAGGAGATCTAGTTGACATCTTTTCGTCTATAGAATGTACATGAAATTCTGATTTCAAACATTTATTTAAAAATTTAGTCACTAAATTATGTGGTTTATCAGAATCCATTAAAGCGATTTGTGCAATTTTTCCATGATATGCTGTTTTAATAGTAAATGGATTTTTATCAGTAGATTCGTATAAAGTAGATTTTAAATCAGATATACGACCACTTACTTTAAAACTAGAAGAATTACTATTTTTGTCTAAAAAATTTTTGATTTCATTTTCTTTATCAATAGCAATTCTAACTGTAACAGATTGTACGCGACCTGCTGATAATTTACCTCCTATTTGTCTCTGCAATATGGGAGAAATTAAATATCCAAATAATCGATCCAATACTCTACGAGCTTTTTGAGCATTCACTAAATTTTTTTCAATTTTACCAGCATTTTTTATAGCCGAAAGTACAGCATCTCTTGTGATGGCATTAAATTTTAATCGATGATAATTTTTAGGTTTAAGAGTATCATAAATAGATTGTGCAATGGCTTCACCTTCACGATCTGGATCAGCTGCTAAATATACTTTACTAATATTTCTCATACCAGATTTTAAATTTTTTACAACATCTGGTTTAAGTATAACATATATAGGTTCAAATTTATTTTCAAAATCAATTGACATTTTTTTGGGATCTAAATCCCTAAAATGTCCTACAGATGCTTTGACAATATAATTTTTTCCAAGAAATGATGATATTTTTTTTATTTTATTTGGTGATTCCACTATGACTAAAATTGACATTATATTACGAATATCATAATATAATCACAATTATTTTAAATCCCAATCATAAATCAATTTTTTGACTCAATCGGAATCAAATAAATATAATTATATTTAATTAAACACAATTAAACATGATCCAAAATATTACTATTCAATATTTCCAAAAATATACTAGTTTTTTTTGAAGTCATTCCACTTGAACCAACAAAATCTGTTTCACTAATTTTTGAATTGATACCAAAATATTTGCGCAAAACATTATTAACTATATTTTCTCCCTCAGTCGTATATGACACAATTGTATTTTTGTTAAGATATAAACCTTTAATAGATAAATAATGATTTAATAATAATTTTTTTCCATTTATTGATTCAATGTGTTCGTATATTTTAGCACGAATTGTTTCATGATGACGATTACTAAGTGTACAACTTATTTTCGAAATTGTATTAAATATTTGTTTTCTTTCGTCTAAATCTTTTCCACATTTACACTCAAAATCTCGTTTATGAGCTGTCTCAGGTCCATAACTTATTGTTAATTCAGTTCCTTGGGATATATTTCTCACAGCATATAATTCCATAAACACAATATTTGTATTATTAAAATTATATTTTTCTTGAATATAAACTGAACAATTTGGATTACATGAATGATTTAATTTAGTAATACCATATGTTAATATTTTGCTACCATTTAGACCAAAACAATTATGTGATACTTTTTCACTGGCGCTTTCCAATCTTTCATCATTGGTAGAATCTTGAAAATTTTTAACACGAGGATGATACAAATCATATAATGTTTCGTTATTAGATACAACTATTTGGGCATGAGCATTGGATGCGGTGTATGCATGTTCTAAAATAATTAATTCTCCAAAATTTATATTTTTTGTTGCAATAATAGATTTATAATTATTGATATCTGATTCTTCAATATTAGGATGTTGATAAATGACTTGTATATATTCGTTATCTGTTTGCATTTATTATAATATTAATATTAATTTAATTTTGAATTAAACTAATATTAAATTTGATTAATGATTTATTTTATACATATCTTGGTCTATATATATTTAATTAGAAAGATATATTATTCCTTAATAAAATTTGATAACTTGTCTAGAATTAATGTGACTCAAATTCAAATTCTTTGGCATTTTGTTTAGATCTGAAACCATGAATACCCATCCTACCTTGTTCAAATTTTCCATTAACTGGACTCACTTCTTTACTTGGTTGATAAAGAACATTTTCATCCCGCCAAGAATAGCACACTTGATTTTCATCAACAGTTTCACCATTAAGATGTTCTAAAGTAATAACTCTCACTTTTTCCGTGTAAATATCATCAGAATTTTTTGATACTATCAATTTAGTGTTGGGAGCAATTTCTAGAGTAGCTACTGCGGAAATTTCAGATGGTTTTGAAATATCAGAAATAAAATTATGATAATCATAATGATCATTTTTGTTCATACAATAAACTTTTTCGTAAATAATGGTTGAATCATTTAATTGATAGGTACCAGGAAAACCCAAATTATAACGAACTTTATGAAACATTTGTAATTAAATGATGGATCAATCAATTTATTATTGTTAATGATAATTGAATGCGCAATACAATATATTACAAATTCAATTTTTTTATTTAAACTAGTTAAATTTATAATTCTTGGCTTTTCTTTCTGAATTAAAAAAATTAATTCCGGATCCACATGTATCATCTGGATCGATATCTAGATTTCCTCTTCTGGGAACAACTGTTCCACCAGTTTCATAATAAAAACTTCTATCCCAAGCAGAATAACACACAAAAGATTCATCTATCACTGTATCATCATTAATGGATTTAATAGATTTAACAATTGCTCGACTTGCTCTCATTTTACTTGTTTTCGTTTTGACTATCGTTGAATTAGGAGGTATTTCTAATTCGGCGACAGCAGTAAATTCTCCAAAATATGCATTACCACGTTCATAACAATAAATTTTTTTATAACCGGTATTGGGACGAGTAGTTTGATATACTCCGGGTTTTCCAATAAATAAAAGAAAATCGTCCATAATGAATATTTTGGATAACAAATATAATAGTAATAATAATAATTTATGAGACCCTTAATAAAAATATTTTTCAATTTTTTTATTAAATTAATTTATAAAAGAAACTAATATGTAACGAATTCCGGCAGTTGTTTTTAAACCTTTATGATAATGTGTGCATTTTCCAGGATGAAGATTAGCAGTACCTATTTCTTGATTGATAGAGGAATAATTTTGTCTAATAAAACGACTACCACCACCTTCATAATCTTTACCATCACCTTCGTTTAATGCAATATTAATTGTATATGTGGATGCATCATGATGTTCTTGTAATTCTGATTGTTGTTGCCAATGATATCTAACTACAAATGCTAAATGTACACTTTTAGTTTTATAATTACTATAAACAATTCTAACAAGTGGTGCAATATATTCATTAACAATGGATTCCCAATGTTTATCTAATCCGACTTCAAACAATTGGATATCTTGTGTCGGAACATTTTCATAATAATTATGTCCGAGTCTATGATCAATATTATGTCCCGCTCCTCCAGACCATTTACCATATTTTTCCATTGTTTGAATTAATTCACTACAAAATTCACGACTAAACAATGGGAAATTAAAAACATCGTTACAAAGTTCTGTACATCTAAGATTTTTAAGATTATTTTTATTAAGAAAATATTCTGGATGAAGATATTTTTTTTCCCATTCAGATCGTCGAGTGGAGAAATCAAATACTGTAACTTCTTTATTAGTATCAATTTCTGGAGCAATTTGTAATTCTGTTTGAATATATCCGTATGAATTCAAATTTGATAAATAAATATGAATATCATGTTGTCGAATATTATGACACATTCTCATATCTGCATCAATATCGGTATTTTTTGTGAACATATCTGGAACAGATTCAATAACAGATCTGTGTATTAAATAAGTACCAAAAACATGTGGAACATTCCAACATCCACGACGTTCACCATTGATTATATCAAAATAATCGTGTGATCTTTTATAATATCCATTTTTATCTAAATCTCCCCAAAAGTTAGTCCACGACTCGTCTCCTCTTCTGATTAAAGGAGCAATAATTTTTTTGTTAAGATTAATTAACTCTTTTAAGACATTGGGATTAACAAGAATACAATCGTGGTTGATAAAAAAATAATATTCACAATTTGTTGCTATATATTTTTCTAAATCTTCTTGATAATAATTATCATTAATAGTACCTTTTGTTATAACTACAGTTAATAATTCACGAGGATAATCGATAGTTTGTATAATATCAACTACTGATGGATTTTTATCACTCAATATTGATATATACACAGTTGGTAGTATTGTTTTAGGTTCTGTATGATTTCTATATCCATAATACTCATTCCAGTTATTACCTGTATAATTTTGTATTCTGTTTAATACTAAATTTCCTATTTCATTAGAAAATAATATACTAGGTGTGGTACCAAATTTTTTATGCGAAATTTTTGATTTAGTTGTATTGTAAACAATATCATCTTCAGAATTTACACAACAAAATATCTGACAAGTATCGTCTTTTATAATATCGCTAGTAATAAAAGTATTAAATATAATCGCTGTTGAAAGTGCTGCATTTGTTATATTTTTTACTATATCTACTTTATCTAAATAATCTTGTATCATTCGTTGAATACGATTTCCCCAACCACAAAATATTGTTTTACTAGTTTCACCATTAGGAATTATTATTCCGTTTTTATTGTGACAAATAGAGTTAAATTTATTAATAATCTCCGTTGGAGGAGCCGTTGGAATAAAATTACAATTATCGTTTGGTAATACACTAATAACTACAAATAATTTATCTTCCAAATTATCTATTTCTGCTAATTTTTTATGAATAGTAGAAATATCAGGCATATTGATTGAATCTAAAATAATTCTTGGTAATGAATATAATTCACAATATTCGATAAATCTCGCAAAAGAATCTCCATTTGTTGGTCCAATATAAATAATCGAAAATTCTTTATCCGTGTCAAAAATAAATTTGTCAGATAATTGATAAGGTTTAGAATGAAAAGTTTCACTATCATTAAATGCATTTGAAGTTAATTTTAATAAACTAGGATAAGCAGCATAACAACTTAATTTTTCATATTGTTCAAATAATTTTTCAAATCCATAAATATTACATCCATACATAATCGGTAAAAATTCATCAACCGGGATTAAATTATCGAGATATTTTGCATTTATTAATTTTTTTGCTCCTTGATAACTTAAAATATAAGCGCAAGTCCAGTAACTTTTTTTAGGTCTACGTATATGTACTCCTACGCGCTCTTCAGCATCAATATTAAGTGGTTTTCGATGCAGATAAAACATATCATAATCATCTTTAATTTCATTTTCATAAATGCGATATTTTTCCATAAAATTATCGACAAACATAACGTCATCTTCGAGTATTAATACTTTACAATTTTTTTCAAGAGATCCGGAATCAACAGATTTAACAATTTCAAGCCAAATTGCATAATGACTCAATGCACAACCTACTTCTCCATTAGTCATTGCTTTACCTGAATTTGGATCGAACCAATTGGGGATTTTAAATTTAAATTGTGATAAATGTTCAATATTATTACCATCAATTGCATCATAAAAAACATGTGATAATTCTATTCGATTTTCCGATAATTTAGCAAATTCTTGGATCATATGTGTACGTTTGTCACATCTTCTGGCTAAATTAATAACATAAGTTCTATGAATCATATTTATAATTAATGTAAATCTGATAATTTTTATATTGACATAATTAAAAAAATACCAAATTGTAACATAAATTAGTTCATATATTTACAACATTAAATATATGAACTAATGATACTTAATGATAATTAAGTAATTTAATCATGTTGGATAATTTTTAATATTTTATTGCCTAAAGAAAATTCTAATTTATTTTTATCGTTATATATTCTAGTATAATATTTAAGATGATCAACTAACAATTCAAAAAGATGAAATAAAGATATTTCTCTAATTCGACAATTATTATTGGTAATAATTACATGTTCAAAAATATTTTTATATTTTAATCCTGCAATTGAATTTAACTTGTATGTTTCAATGAATAATAATCGATGTAATAATGTAAGTATATTATTAGTTTCTATAAACGGCATAGACAAAAATATATCAATACGTCTATTAAATTCATTATTATTTGTATCTAATTTTGGCCAAGATAATTTTTTTTGCCGTTTTAAATCTTCTAAAAATTGTGAATAGATATATTTCCACGATTGTTCTTTGTCAATTAATAATACAATACCATGAAATATAAGACTAGCTGTTTCTAAAAAATTAATATCGCTAATTTTTTTATTAATAATATCATTCAAGGGTAATATTTCATGCACATACCTATTTTGCATATCTAATAAACAAATGTTATTTATCCTTTATTTGAATTTAAATCCTCCAATAGAATAAAATAATTTTAAATATTCTAAAAATTTTGATCCAACACAAAAATATTTAACACATCTATTAATATACATATCTGGAATTTTTCCTATAATAGAAATAATATAATATGACGTAATAATTACATCAGCGTTTAAACATGTCGAGGGTATATTAAATATATTATTGGGTATTTCTATACAATTAATTATATCTACACTATCAGTATTATTAATATTTGGTTCATTATTATTAAAATCAACAATAATATTTATCTTGAGATATTGGTTAATTAATTTTTGTCTTAAAATATCTTGGTCAAAACCCATTATTATTAAAATGATAGCATAAGCTAGTATTTGATAATGAATACGTAATATATTTGGATTCGATAATATTAAATAATATATGAATTTAAATTTATTTTCATAAATACGATTTGTAACAGATTCCAAATACATATCATACGCATTGATTGATGGTATATTATAATCCAATAATTCTAGAAAATGATGCTGCAAATCTGCATAATTTTCTAAAAGTACCGAAGATTCATACAATATATATATATCCAAATCATTATGATGTTCATATATAACATGATTTATTGCATAAAATCTATCGAAACTATATTCTAATTTTTGCATTTGAGATAAAGTATGATAATTTTTTGTTACATGATGTAATTTTGTTAAACATTTAAATTTAGACATTTTGGATAAACATGATGTGTATAATTTAGTCATTAACTCTATACTTTTGGCAATTAAATTGTATCCATATTTTGTAAATAATAATACATCATGTTTAAAATGCACAGTAATTCTCCCATTATCATTAAATAATTGACAATATTCTTTGGTTTTGTTTAATAGTTTATTAAAACTATACTCTCTAAAATATAATAATTTTGGTTTGGTTATCAAAATTGGTATTTTATTTTCCACGAATCGATTATATATTTTACAAGCATCAATTATATCAGGTCGATAATTTGAACTCCAATTTAACATTTTTTTGATGAAAATATTTTCATTTGTTTTGTTAATAAATACACTTTGATATTTTTTTGTGGATAAATTATATTGTGCTAATTTGTCAATTTGTTTTTGAGTTATTTTTTTACTCAGAAAAATATGTAAACGTGTTTTTTCTAATGAATTATTTATTTTAGGTAATTGATTATTTTCCAAGTCCTCGATACAAGAATCAGTTACATGATTTAATAATATTAATTTATAATACAATAATCGATAAATTTTAGATAATCCATATTTAGAAATAATTTTAGTAGAAGGTGTACATACTTTTGAAATAATATCTAAATAATAATCTTCTGGTTTATTATTATTTATTAATAAATTATTGTAACAAATTGCGTAAAAAATATTTCCTAATGACCAAGTATCTATTTTATTTACATTACATATATCATAATAACCATATACTAATTCTGGAGATTGTATATAGATAGTATTTTTAAAATATGATTCATGCCACATATATCTATTATACATAAATCCAAAATCTATTATTTTTATCATTCCACCACGAATAAGTATATTTGACAACGACAAATCACTATGAACATATCCTTTATTTCGCATATATATAAGTGCTTCTATAATTTGTCCCAAAAAAATCCATTGTTGTGTTTTATCAAAAATAATTTTATCCTCAAATAATAATTTCGACAAACTAGTATCACATTTTTCCATAATAATATAATAATAATAATCATCACCTATTTTTTTGTAATAAATATCATACATTTCGACAATATTTGGATGTTTAAATTGTGATCTGGCGATCAATTCATTATAATTACAATAAGTTATGTGTTTATTATTAAATACAAATTCCTTACACGCATATATCAGACCCGTATTACGATCTTTTATTTCATAAACACGTCCATATGTTCCGTGTCCCAAAATTTTTATTTTTTCGTATTTTTTTGCAAATGTTTCATATGACATTTGTCTTATTATTTAATTAATATTATATATATATTGAGTAATCTCAATTTAAAATTTGAATAAATCATTATTTATTTTTATATCATAATTTGTACCTCCGCAAATCATCAAATTTAATTTTTCTCGGACAAAAATTCTTTGGCAAAATTTTCGCAATTCAAAAGGTTTTATTTTTTTTATTTCGTCGAAATTGTGTTTCAAATTAAGTTTAAAATTTTTATTGGATAGTATGTTAATACCAATATATGTTAATATTTTTAGGGGATTGGTCATAGAAAAAATCAATTCATTTTTGTATATATTAATAATTTTTTCCAATTCTTGTGAAGTAATTAAATTTTTTTTTATTTCAAATAAAATATTTCCAATAATATCAATGGCATTATATAATTGATCAGGATTAATAATTAATTGTATAATAAATATGCCAGAATCTTGATATAACACAGGATAGGAAATTGATGTATAGCTAATACCATTATCTTCGCGTAAAACCTTTGATAATTTAGAACTAAAACCTCCGGATAAAAGTTGTGTAATCAAATCAATTATTATTAATGATCGATCATTAATATCTAATATTGGAAAAGCCATTAATAAATATATTTGATTTAATTCAGATTGTTTTTTAACAAATATTTTTGGCTCGAGTTGATTTTTGATATTCGAGATAATAAATTTTTTCTCATAATGATAATTGTCCAAATATTGAGAATTAATATTATTATTTACCATAGATGATAAAACTGGTTTAATATTTTGATATATCAAAATCGGATTAAAATTACCAACTATAACAAAAACTGTATTTTTTGGTTGATAAAATTTTTGATGAAATTCGCGTAAATCTTTGCTATTTATTTTAGAAATGGTATTAATATTGCCTATAATATCTCTTTCTAATGAGGTGTTGCGATATATTTGCTGATGAAGTTGCGAATATAGTTTAGTCAGAGGAGAATCGGATCTCATTCTCATTTCTTCTATTATTACTTTTTTTTCCATAATAATATCTGAATTTGATAGTTTGGGATTTAAATATATATCTAATAATATATCCAACAAAAAGTTTGTATTGTCTGAACTTCCTGATAAATAACAATATGTTTGTTCTGCCGTAGTTGCTGCATTATACGTAGCACCAATTGTATCTAATTGTTGGAATAATACATCTGTATTACGATTTTTTGTACTTTTAAATAACATATGTTCCAAAAAATGTGCAATACCATTATGCTGTAATGTTTCATTTCTCGAACCAACACGAATAAAAAATCCCATTGTTATTATTGGTAATCGATGATCTGGTACCATTATTAAATTTATACCATTATGTAATTTTTTTTGATAATATTTCATATTTCAATAGATAAATATATACAAGTATATATATTTATCTAGCGATTAAATTATTTATTTCAATAGATCTAATATTTCATTGGGTATAGAATTTAAATAATCACCAAAATACAAATCAATATTCTTATTAATATTGATAATTTGAGTTTTATAATTAGATACGGTATTTGATTCTAATAATTTTTTTACCACATTTGTATCGGTGACAAAAGTAGAAAGTATTTTTATAAAAGGTATTTTTGGATTATTTGCTTTTGAATAATTTGTTCTTCCAAGACCCAAATATAACAATCTTTCCATATTAAATCCAAAGCCAATATATTCACTGTCTTGAATAGTTATTTTAATATGCATTGCATTATTTGAATTATAAAATTCAGGTTCCATTGATATTGATGCCATATAATACCAAATATAATCAATACAATGAATTGGTATAGAATTTGTTCTCGAAATTGTCTCGAGACAAAAATGTTTAAGAATATTTGTGTCGATCAATTCAATAATTTTATAATTATATTGTTGAATTAGATTTTTATAATGATCATTGTATTTTTTTTTACCAAAAGATGTATTAATATCTGGTAAACACCACCACATTATAATAACATCAACTAAATATTCAAATTCAATACTATATAAATATTCCAATATACTTAATATATTTTTAATATCATATTCTCTTATTATTTCAATAAATGCATGTACATTATTTTGATATTGCATCATAATTTGAGATTCTTGAACAGTCATTTCCACTTTTCCATTTGCCAATATTTTAGTATACAACAAATGAGACATATATTTACAATTCATATCATCATTTTTAATAATATTGGAATCATCAACAAATTTTTTATGTTGAGATTTTATTTTGGTATTATCTGTCATGAAGAATATTGTTATTATTTATAACATATATAGTTTATATAATTATAAATAATTGTTTTTTATTCAATTTTTTGGTAATATTATTGAATTACAATACGATAATCAATACTTTCTCCTGATGTTATACTAGGTCTAACAATTCTGATAATATCATTTACTTTAAGAGCAAAATATTTTGTTACTGGATCACTTCTAGTTATTTTTTTTGTTGTATATGTGGTAGCATTATATTCATTTTTAAATAATTCCATTTCTTTTGGACTAAGTAATTCAAATTTAGGCTGAAATGAATGACTAATTAAATCTGATAAAAATGCAGATTCACGAAATATTTGTGATCCAGTACTAGATACAACTTTATTAATTTTTGTGTTATATCCTTCTGCAACAATAATTTTTTTGTAATTATTATATTCATCAAAAAATTCACTGATAACTGATTGTTTACCGATGGCTGAAATTATTTGAAATATTATTTTGATAGCATATTTATCACCATTATTTGCTGTTATTATAAAAGTATTATCACCACGATCTTCATAATTATTTAAAGTATCTGAAAGTGATAATAATGCATGTTTATCTCCATTTTTATCGATATATATTCTATTACTCAACATAGTAATTACATTTTTTATAATAATTTTAAGTCTGACATCATCAGATTTCATAACTGAAAATATAGATCTATTTGTTTCCATTTTGATTATAATTTATATATCAATACTTTATATTTTATAATAAACATATAATTGTTTCAACTTTTTTACATTTTAGGATTACATCTGGATTTAATATTAATATATTGCGATTGATCAATACGTATTGCAGATATATCGCGCAAAATTTTATCTATGTTTGCTTGTGTCAAATAATTTATTTGTGCATTTATATCAACTTGATATTTAGGCGGATCAGCCATAAATTGTATTGCTTTATTTATACGAATATAGTTGACCATTAATTTGTCTGTATAATATTCATATTTTGGTACACTAGATATTTCATCTACTTCGTCCAAAACATTAGAGAAATTTCTATCAAAATTTCTGGTAAAATATTTGTTTTCTTTGGTAAAATCTCGAATAGTTTTATTAGTTGGTAAAGTTTTTTGGCTTATCATACTTTGTCCACAAGCCTGACATCTAACGAAATTATCATTTATTCTTTGTAGTCTGGGATGAGAACAAATCATAGAATAAATTTGTGAATTCATAATATTTATATATTTATGTTAAATAAATAAATAAATATTAACGTAATTTATTTTTGCGCTTATTTTTATTATCAGTAATTATTTTTGTGTGTAATTTTTTTATTTTTGCTAGCTTGATATCTAAAGCGTCTGGAATATTATCATTATCGTCAAAATTATTAATAATACTATCAAGATCTATTTCATCACTGTAATTTTTATTATTTAATTTTGCAGATGATTTATGATTAATATTCATATAATTTGTATTTGGTTGTTCTATATTATATTGATGTGCACTATTCATAGGTATATTGAGTGGAAGTGGATTAATACCTTTATTATTGTAATAATTCATTGATGGATGTAAATTTTCTTGAACATCTTTTTTTCTTGAATTAATTTGTGAACTTCTTGATAGATCAACATTTGTATATTCTGCCATTGTATTGGAATCATTTTTGTATAATAATTGATTATTCATTTCAGTCAAACGTTCCAATATCATTTTCCTATTTTCTGGGTTAATTTGAAGAGTCAACATATTGACTAAAGACAAATAATCCATATTATTTATTTGATTATAATTATTAGCATTATTATTAATATATTGATAATTCATGAATATAAGTATATATAATAATATTATTAATTAAAATTTGACACAATCACCATTTTTTATAAAATTATATGATATACGCGTAAATAATTCCATATAATATTTAAGTAATAATAAGTATGTATAATATTCAAGATAACAATATATGTCATGATAATATTATTTATAATAGTCCATATGCATATTATCCATATGACAACACAGTTTTTGTACAAGATGATATTGTAAATAATATACCACATATATCAAGTATTAATAATGATACCCTTATCAATACAACAATAGATAATGCTTGTTTTAGACAATCACATATAACAATTGGTACTGGTCCTCCTAATAATACATGTGGAAATAATCAAGATGTGTACATAGATAGTTTAACGAATATTTATTATGTTAAAATTAATTGTGTTTGGGTAATACGAGGTAATCTCACCGAGTCATCCAGAAATCCGCAAAGAAATTGTGTAGAAAAAGGAGCCAAAGGTGATAAAGGCGATATTGGTTTAAAAGGAGAACTGGGTGATAAAGGTTTAAAAGGAGAAACCATTACGCCAAATTCATCCTTTATTAATTCATTTTTACAATATAGTAGTGGAGCATTTTCATCCATTGCACCTCCAAATTCTACAATAGCATATATTACTGCTGTTGGAGGTGGTGGTGGTGGATTATCTGGAACAAGTACAATTGGATTACATGGAGGAGGTGGTGGTGGCGCAATTGTCAAATATATTGTATCTGTATCAAGTGGACAAATAATTCACGGTGAAATAGGTTCCGGAGGAAAAGGTGGTACTATAACTACTTTACCAACAAAAGGTTCTGACACTGTTATTAATATTGGAACTCTTGTTTTGGTGGCTGGTGGTGGATTAATGGCTAGCGAATCTTCAGGAGGAAATGGAGGAAATGTATATAGTCCCATGGGAACAGTTTCTGGTGGTGCTGGTGGTACTGACAAATCAGTTTTAGGAAAGAATGGCAACATAAATTTTTCTTTTTTCGCAGGAGGAGGTGGTGGTTATAGTGGTGGTAATGGTGGCAATATATTAGCATTTACTGGTGGTTTAGGTATTGGTTTAGCTGGAGGAGGAGGAGGAGCTAGTGCTTTTGCTAATGGTGGAAATGGTGTTAATTCTAGTTATCCGGCTACAAATGGATGTTTAGGATCTGGAGGTGGTGGTGCTAGTCAAACGAGTACAAATTCAGTTTCTCCATTGGCAGGAAATGGAGGAAATGGATTTATTCGTATTGATTATCATACACATTGATTATCATACACATTGATTATTACATTATAATTTCGAATTATATTTGCAATGATATTGTAAATATAATATTGTTAAATTAATTAAACACATCTAATATATATTTGTAGAAAAATATATATTTTAAATTAGTTTGTAATAGTATAATGTCGAGACAAAATAATGCAGAATCTAGTAATTATTATAGTCCTAATTCTTATGTCGCCAGTTACACATCTGGTATAAGATCGTATCCAATATCCCAAGTATTGTCTAGACCAATTACAACGACTCAAAATATAATATATCCATTCAATCCACAACAAGTAGTATATAATCCACAACAAATAATATCTAATCCACAACAAATTGTATATAATCAACAACAATTGGGTCCTAAACCTAATATAAATTGTGGTTCTAGAATAATTATTGGATCATCTCCTCCTTTAGATACATTTGGAAATAACGGAGATTTGTATATAGATAATACAACAAATAATTATTATTCTAAATATGATTGCACATGGATTTTAGTTGGTAATTTATCTGGATTATCTGGTCCACAAGGTCCTCCTGGTAATAAAGGAGAAAAAGGAGATCTTGGGAATAATGGATTAAAAGGTGACAAAGGAGATAAGGGTGATAAAGGAGATCTTGGGAATAATGGATTAAAAGGAGATAAAGGTGATCTTGGAGATAAAGGTGAAAAAGGTGAAAAAGGGGATATTGGAGAAAATGGATTAAAAGGAGATAAAGGTGAAAAAGGGGATATTGGAGAAAATGGATTAAAAGGAGATAAAGGTGAAAAAGGGGATATTGGAGAAACTGGATTAAAAGGAGATAAAGGTGAAAAAGGGGATATTGGAGAAAAAGGGGATATTGGAGAAACTGGATTAAAAGGAGATAAGGGTGATCTCGGAGATAAAGGAGATAAGGGTGATCTCGGAGATAAAGGTGAAAAAGGGGATATTGGAGAAACTGGATTAAAAGGAGATAAAGGTGAAAAAGGTGATATTGGAGATAAAGGCGAAAAAGGAGATTTTGGAGATGATGGTTTAAAAGGCGAAAAAGGAGATTTTGGAGATGATGGTTTAAAAGGTGATAAGGGAGATATTGGAGATAACGGATTAAAGGGTGATAAAGGAGAAAAGGGAGATATTGGAGATAACGGATTAAAGGGTGATAAAGGAGAAAAGGGAGATATTGGAGATAACGGATTAAAGGGTGATAAAGGAGAAAAGGGAGATAAAGGTGAAAAGGGAGATAAAGGTGAAAAGGGAGATAAAGGTGATATTGGTGATAAAGGAAATAAAGGTGAATCAGGTAGTGCTGTTTTTAAAGGGGATAAAGGAGAAAAAGGAGATACTGGAGAAATTGGATTAAAGGGTGAAAAAGGAGATTTAGGAGATAAAGGAGATTTAGGGGATAAAGGAGAAAAAGGTGATGATGGTATTAAAGGAGATAAAGGTGACATTGGAGATGATGGATTAAAAGGAGATAAAGGTGATATTGGAGATGATGGATTAAAGGGTGATAAAGGTGATGATGGTATTAAAGGAGAAAAAGGCGAAAAGGGAGACAAAGGTGAAATTGGAGAAACTGGATTAAAAGGAGAAAAAGGTGATATTGGAGACAAAGGAAATAAAGGCGAAAAAGGTGATATTGGAGATAAGGGTGATAAGGGTGAAAAAGGTGATATTGGTGACAAAGGTCAAAAAGGAGATATTGGTGATAAAGGTCAAAAGGGAGATAAAGGCGATAAAGGGGATATTGGAGATAAAGGAGAAAAAGGTGATGCCGGTGAAAAGGGCGAAAAAGGAGATCTTGGTGAAAAAGGTGATAAGGGTGATATTGGAGATAAAGGTGAAAAAGGTGACATTGGTAATAAGGGTGAAAAAGGGGATCTTGGAGATACTGGATTAAAGGGTGATAAAGGTGATCTTGGAGATAAGGGTGATAAAGGTGATCTTGGAGATAAGGGTGAAAAAGGTGATCTTGGAGATAAGGGTGAAAAGGGTGAAAAAGGAGATTTAGGTGAAAAAGGAGATAAAGGAGATCTTGGCGATAAGGGAGAAAAGGGAGAAAAGGGAGAAAAAGGCGAAAAGGGAGAAAAAGGCGAAAAGGGAGATTTAGGTGAAAAGGGTGAAAAAGGGGATATTGGAGATAAAGGTGAAAAAGGTGAACAAGGACCATCGCCTTTTATATCAACATCAACAGTAACTGGACCTGGGCCTTTTGTTTCGGTAGTTCCGACGGGTGCTGTTGTAGCTTATTTAACAATGGTTGGAGGAGGAGCTGGTGGTATATTAGTTGAAGCAGAATCTTTTGGAGGTGGAGGTGGAGGAGGAGCAATATTTAGATATCCTGTTCCAGTAACACCAGGACAAGTATTTACATTTAATCCCGGTTTAGGTGGAGCTGGAGGTCAACTTGGTCCTGATGTTCCTGCACAACCGGGAACTAATTCAGTAGCAACACTAGGTATTTTACAATGGGTAGCGGAAGGTGGAAATGTACCCGCAAATCAAGATTCTGGAGAAGGTGGTAGTGGTGGTTCAGCAACAACACCAACAACACCGGTCGGTCCTCCTAGTGGAGCTGGAGGTACTGTCGGGACACCAATTGGTGGAAATGGTCAAACAGATTTATATATATTTAGTGGTGCTGGAGGTGGTTTTAGTGGCAGTGCAGGAGGAAATGTTGCTGGTCATACTGGTGGAACAGGTGGAGGATCCACAACTACAGGAGGTGGTGGAGGAGCAAGTGCTTTTGCTAATGGTGGTAATGGAGCTACAAATGCAACTCCGGGTATATCAGGAACACTCGGTTCAGGAGGAGGAGGTAGTAGTGATGCTATTCCAGAAGCTGGAAATGGAGGAGATGGATTTATACGTATTGATTATTATTCTGCCTAAATACAATAACATCATAGATAAGTATAAAAATATTTATTTTTTAATGCAATTATTAATGTATGATTAATGGTACACAATTAATAAATCAAGTTTATTTCAATAAATTTATTAATTTTGAAAACAATTATTTAATTATTTTCAAGACTAGTTATATAAATGTCTATTCCAAGCAATAATTATTCGGCTTGTTATTATAGTCCAAACTCATATGTTATAAATTACCCAACAAATACAATATCATGGAATAATACATTTACATCCAATACTAATACATTTCCATCTACAACTTATTGTAATAATACTGCAAGATATTGTAATAATCAAACTACATGTATACCATCGCCAAGTAATTTTACATGTGGTTCTAAAATTATTGTTGGTTCAACTCCTCCAAGTGATACAATTGGTAATGATGGTGATTTATATATAGATAATAGTACCAATAATTATTATTCTAAGTACGCTTGTACATGGATTTTAGTCGGTAATCTTTCAGGTTCTCCTGGACAACAGGGAGAAAAAGGAGAAAAAGGAGATATTGGTAATGATGGTTCAAAAGGTGACAAAGGAGATCTTGGTAATGATGGATTAAAAGGCGAAAAGGGTGATATTGGTGTTAAAGGAATTACTGAAGATAAAGGTGATAAAGGTGAAAAGGGTGACAAAGGTGAAAAAGGTGAAAAAGGTGAAAAGGGTGACAAAGGTGAAAAGGGTGACAAAGGTGAAAAGGGTGAAAAAGGTGATAAAGGAGACAAAGGAGATATTGGAGATAAAGGTGATAAAGGAGACAAAGGAGATATTGGAGATAAAGGTAACAAAGGCGAAAAAGGAGATTTAGGTGAAACTGGATTAAAAGGAGACAAGGGTGATAAAGGGGATCTTGGAGATTTAGGAGAAAAAGGTGAAAAAGGTGATGTTGGTGATGTTGGTGATAAGGGTGAAAAAGGTGATGTTGGTGATGTTGGTGAAAAAGGTGATGTTGGTGATAAGGGTGAAAAAGGTGATGTTGGTGATAAAGGAGAAAAAGGTGATATTAGTGATAAAGGAGAAAAAGGTGATATTGGTGAAACTGGATTAAAAGGAGATAAAGGAGAAAAAGGGGATATTGGTGATAAAGGTGACATTGGTGAAACTGGATTAAAAGGAGATAAAGGTGACATTGGTGATAAAGGAGATATTGGAGACAAAGGTGATAAAGGAGAAAAGGGTGATAAAGGAGAAAAGGGTGACATTGGAGATAAAGGAGAAAAGGGTGATAAAGGAGAAAAAGGTGACATTGGAGATAAAGGAGAAAAAGGTGACATTGGAGATAAAGGTGACATTGGAGATAAAGGCGAAAAGGGTGATAGTGTGGCAACATCATTTATAAGTACATTTATTCAAACTACTCCTGGAGTTTTTTCTTCAATAGTTCCTGCAAATGCAGTAGTGGCGTATTTATCTGCTGTGGGTGGAGGAGCTGGTGGACAAAGTGGTAGTGCTGGTCCTGATTATGGATTTGGAGGAGGAGGAGCTGGCGGATCAATATTTAGATTACCGATATCAGTAACATCTGGACAACAAATTACAGGAACAGTTGGTGCTGGTGGTGTAGGAGGCACATTGGTAACTCCAGCAGGAACATCAGGGACAGCAACACAAATAATAAACGGCATATATGTATTCAATGCATTTGGAGGATCAGTTGGTAATGCTGTAACACGTGACGGTGGTCCAGGTGGTACGGCTACCACTCCAGCATTCCCCATAGGTCCGACTGGAGGAGCAGGAGGAACAAATGCTACTCCAACTGGAGGAAATGGAGCCATGGGTGTATTTACTTATAGTGGCGCAGGAGGAGGTGCAGGAGGTTCTTTAACGAATCTTGCGAAAGGAGGTGATGTTGGTGAATTTACAGGCGGAGCTTCTCTCGATACTGATGGAGGAGGAGGAGGAGGAGCCAGTGCTTTTGCTAATGGTGGAAATGGTGAAGATATAGTTAATAATGCTGGAAGTGGTACATTTGGATCAGGTGGAGGTGGTGCAGGTGAAAATGTTGGTAATTCACCCATAGCTGGAAATGGTGGTGATGGATTTGTAAGAATCGATTATTATTCAGCATAAATAATATATTCCAAATAAATAATTTGAAATATATTATTTAATCAACTTAGTTATTTAATCAATTCAATTCTTACAATTGGTTTTTTTAATGAACAATAATCAAATGGACAAGTTTTCATATCTAATATAAAATCCCATTTTTCTTTTATTAATTTATTTTTTTCTTTGTGAGACAAATTTTTTTTGAAAATAAATTTAATATCTTCCAAATTCGCACATAATTCTGGGTTTTCTTGAATCGATTTAGCATAGATTTGATTATACATATCACATCCATATTGTACTTCAAATTCTGGTAATTTTCCGGTGGAAACCCATTTAATAATTTGCATAGTATTCCATTTGGATAATCTGCCACCAGATAATCTACAAATGGTTTTTGTACTAGGATTATAACCAATAGTTTTTTTTGTAATTTTAATATCAGATTGTTCTAATAACTTGTATAATTTCATTCTATTTTTAGGTGAATTGGATTCAACAAAACCATCACTTAATAATATTTTATACATTTGCTCAACATTCATACATTGATTTGTTGTCATTTGATAATTATCGATATTATTATTATACTAATTTGATTTTAATATGGTAAAATATATTTACAATATTAAAATTTTATTATTTTATTATTTGAATTTAATTTTATGATCTGGGTGTCACAATTGACTTTGATGTTCGAATTCTTCCCAGAATATTAATCGATGCTAATTCTTGCATCAATAGTTTGAATGCATATGGAATTACTATTTTTGATATGCTTGTTGAATTTTGACAGCCAGTACATGTGTAATATTTTTTATCGGGTACTTTGTGCGCAAACATACCACACATGTCACATACATATGCTGTATAAATATCTGAATTGTCAACTAATCTTTCTTTTAGGAACTGTGCTAATCCATGTGCACATATTGCGTCCCTTTCCATTTCACCTATTCTTAATCCACCATCCCTACTTCTTCCCTCTGGAGGCTCTAAGCCACCACACTCCCCTTGTCATTTCCTACAAGGATCATTATGTTTATCAATTCGATCACCAAGCCTACTACAATATGTAGTCGTGGTACGGACTTATTGACCTAGTTGATAACACCATCACTGGTGGGTTTAGACTATATCTTAAGCAATCATTAGGAAGTGCTAATTCCTTCATGCCCACATCCGTCTAGTCGTTGAACATTCTCCATGCCCTAGCATAACGGGTTTAGGAGCTTTGCTGCGGATTGACTATAACCTTATTGATATTTTTCCTCTGATAGTGATTAACTATCACCATATATATTTTTCAACATATACTTAGGAACCAATAAGGATTAATAAATATTTACATAAATTACAATACTGACATAAACTATTATTGTGATTATTTTATTTTTTTTTCTTATTAGGTCTATTAGATTTGGATCCTGATGATTTATTTTTGGAGTTCTTTTCAAGTAAAATTTTTCGTTGTGCTCTTTGTTTCTTGGAAAGATTTCTTGGATTTGCGGTTAATAAATCTTTTGCTTCCGATGATACTTTTTTACGTTTTGGAATTTCAACAGCAGTTTTTGGGTCATAATAAGGAATGTTATATCTATTTTCTTCTGGTGGAGTTACTCCTGGTACATAACACCATTCTAAATTTTCAATATTATTGTTTTCCTTATTACCATCAATATGATGGATTGAATTATATTTCTTATTTTCTTTCTTTAAAAAATGACTTGCAACTAATCTATGAACTAAGAAACTTTTTTTATGTTCTGTTGAAGTAAGTTGGACAGATTTACAACCTTCTTGTGTATCTTGATATTTCATAAATCTTTTGTAAGATAAACTATATATATCACCTTCTTTATTTATTAAATAATTAGGAAATCCAATAATTTGTTTGTATTCGGATAAATCAATAACTTGTTTTTTATCCGGTTTTTCATTAATATATTTCCATCCATATCCTCCAGCTTTCTTTCTCTCACCAGATAAAACTTTGCAAATAAATCCATCATCAATATTATTTTTTTGACTAGCTTCTAAAATTGAATCATATTTTTTAATATCTTCACCAGTATCAATATCATATTTAATAACTCCTTTAATATTTTTTGGTGTTAATTCATTATCAACTGCATGTTGAGCATTATCTGCATATGTAGTCCATTCTAAATTTGAAACTCGACAATCATATTTATCTCCGTTCATATGATTTACTACAATTTTATTTTCTGGATCATCATTCTTAATAAATGTTTCTGCAACAAGTCTATGTATTTTTTTAGAAATAATTTTATTAGTTTCTTTCGAAGAAAAAATAATATTTAAATATCCTGATCTAATATTTCTTGGTTTAATTTTACCATTTTTGCAATCTCTAATAAGACCATAGTTTGATATTTCATAATCACCTTTTAAATTTTTTAATTTAATTTTTTTCCAAACCTCATCTTTTTTTGACATTAAAAATATAGTTTGTCAGTTATTGTATTATTAATAAATTTTTTATCAATTTTTTAAGTCGTTCCCGCAATTTGAACGTGTTGCCTGCGTACCTGCAGACTAGCCATGTTTTTGACATGACTGAGGCAGCCTTCCGCCTCGTAAGTAATTGTGTTGCTCCTCTCGCGCGTGAATTACCAGTCCAAACCGATTTCCCATTTTTTCTAACATAAAATACTCCACCTGGAACTTCTAAACAAAAGACTGGTTTATTATAATCTTTAATAATTTCTTCTGTCTGTGCATTTTGTTCTTTTGTGTGACCATGATTAACTTCTGGATTATTTTTTGACTTGATAATTGCAAGTCTCCATATATCATGATTGGATTTGACATTCCTACCTTCTATTATTGTTTCATTACCTGCTTTTAAATGAAGCCATTTATTACTTGACCATCCACAATGTAAAGCCAATTGCATAACATTATCTGCCAATTTAATCGATGATGTATAATACACAACACTTGATCCATGATATGATCCATCACCTAATATCATACTTTCCAATAATATTATTGCTTGTCGTGAACTTAAACACCATACCCAATCTGGTAAAAATTTATTGGAAGCTCCTACACTAAATTGTTTCATATAATTGAACAACTGTTTATTATTTATTATAAATTTATCTTTGTATTGTCTGTAATGATATCCTAATTTTTTGATTGCAGGAACTAATTCTTTAATAACCCGTTTTTTACATTGACATATTTCTACGCGATGAGATTTACTGTTTGGCCATCTATTATCCGGTGTAGATGTAGTCCATCCTTCAGCTATCCATATTCCGAAAAATTTAAGCCAGGAATCCATATCCACATCTTTTTCTGGGTATACTATGCCATTGTTACAAATTATACTCGGTAATTTGAATTGATAATCAATAGCATTCCAGTTAGCATCTTTTTTGTATTTACGACGTTTTCCAATAATATCTTCAGCTGATTCAAAATCATGATCTAACCATTCATTTTTACGACCAAATCTTTTAGAAACCCACATACGATGATTTGGTGTTACCATTAGATCTATTTGTTGATTTTTAATATGATACATATCACCTTTATAATTTGGATAATCAAGTATTTTTATTGGATTTTGATAAACTAATTCCTTATTAACTAGTGTGGCAATTTTATCATTCATGCTTAGTTGATGATTATATTTCCATCCATTAAGAGTTAATACTTCATGATCTGTGCTTAAACAATGGGTTTTATCTCCCACCATTTGTTTGAGACGTTGATAATATGTTGGACCAATGAATATTTTAACTTCCATTCTTTGTCCCGTCATTCCATTATACATTGTTTCATTTCCCCATGCTTCATGTCCTAAAGCTACTAAATCATCATTAATTTTATTAATATTAACTCCTGTAAATGGAGTTGCATCTCCATATACCCCTTTAATTGCACAAACTTTACCTAGTAAACATTCAATTAATTGACCTATCGTCATACGTTTGGGCATACAATTAGGATTAATAATAATATCAGGAATTAATCCTGATTTTGTGAATGGAAGATCTGCACGATGAATTTTAAATCCAACTGTTCCTTTTTGTCCAGCTCTTGATGAGAATTTATCACCTACTGCTGGAATTCTTTCTGATCTAACTCGAATCTTAATAATAGGATATCCATCATTATTAACTTCTGTAATAACTTTATCGATGGCTCCAGGAACGAGTGACTTATAAATTGTTGAATTATCCTTGTAAGGTTTTTCATCTTCACGAGTTGTTGGTTTGGGATTAACCATACCAATAATAACATCACCATCACGAATAACTGTCTCTACTTTAGCATATCCTTCTTCGGATAATTTATCATAATTAGCATCTTTCAAATTATCTACTTTATTTGGATCTGGTTTCATAAATATACCAGTTTGTGATGATGCTGGATTCTTTTTAATTGTTTCAAAATATTTTTTGAGTGCTTGGGCTCTCATATATCCCTTTTGAATTGCTGATTCATTCATTAACAATGAATCTTCTTGGTTAAACCCTGTATAACTTGCAATTGCTACAATACTATTTTCTCCAGACGGGAAAATATGTGTTCCAGTATATTTGGATGCTCGTGATGTTACAAGTGGTATTTGAGAATGATAAAGTATGTAACTAATATCAGTTCTTTCACGATAATCAGAGATATATAATCCCATAGCTTGTCTAGCTTGATTGTATTGGAAAATACCACGAGGTGATTGATTGTGATCTGGGAACGGAATATTCGAAGAAATTAATCCCAAAATCATACAAGGATGTATTTCACAATGTGTATATCTTTGATATACATGACCATCATATCGATTAGTTCTATTCACTTTATCAATATCTTTAGCATTACGTAATGATTTTTGCATCATTAATTTTTGTGCTTGTTCAATATAATGTGGAAATACAGCCAACATCATATTTTGTTCTTCTTCTTTGTCAACAAATTCTATCACATTTGGGAATTTGGCTATAAATTCATCCCAAGAATTAACTTGATCTAACATTTCTGGTTTGAAATTAAGTTTGTTTTCAGTCACGGTAAGATAAGGTCTTATTAACCTACCACCATCAGTATAAATATTAAATTCAGCCAATTTGAAATTTAAATCAAAAGAAACATGTTTGTGAATTTCTCCTCTGAATCTCATATTTCTAAGATCATTATGTATTTTAATAATGTTATCTGTTACACCAAGCCAATTACCATTCAAAAATACTTTAACATATGTGTGTAATCGCTTCTTATTAACAGATTCAAGTGTAATTAATTTTCCGGATAAATAATTCTCAATAATTGGTATTTGTGAATTCATACTTATTGTAATATATTCTGTCATTGTCATATTTTTAACAATTCCTGTTTTTGGCCTTGATACCAAGCTCGATTCAGCATTTGCTCTGAATATCATTGCTCCAATTGATTCGATTAAAATTACCTGTCATTAATGACCTTGATACGGATAAATTAACCTTGCCAATTGCACCATCACTGGTGGGAGTAGACTATATCTTAAGCAATCATTAGAAAGTGCTAGTTTCTTCATGCCCACATCCATTTAGTCGTTGAACGTTCTCCATGTCCTTGCATAACGGATTTAGGAGCTTCGCTGCGGATTAACTTTTTTTCCATTTACCTTTTTCCTCTGATAGCGATTAACTATCACCATATATATCTTTCAACATATACTTAGGAGTAAATGAAATATTTTAAATATCAAAATTTGGTTTTGCACCTGCCACATATTTCCATTTTAAATTTTTTATGTCATTATTACTTTTATCACCATCTTTATGAGTCACACAATTAAAATCTCCTTCTGGTTTTTTTAGAAAATAAATAGCAACAAGATTATGCACTAAAACTGTTTTCTTAATTTGTCCTTTTCCTTCTGGATTCTTTTTAGTTAATTGTACTTGTGAACAACCTGTTTTATGTTTATTTGATTTCAGAAATTTCTTAAAAGGTTTACTGTATATTTGTCCTTTGGAATTGATCCAATAATTTGGAAATGTTTTAATATTTTTGAATCCTTCTTTTTCTAGATCAATTATTTTTTCATTTGGATTAATATCTGTGTATTTAAACACGTAGCCTTCATATTCTTCTCTAGTGCCTTTACAAACTTCAACAATTCGAGACATATGGATACCAGTTGCTTTACTTGCTTCGGATACTGAATCATATTCAGTATATAACATTTCTCCGACATATTGTGAAATTCTTCTTTTCATAATATTTGTCAAATTATTATCAGTAGCATGTTTATTATTTCCACTAATTGTTGTCCATTCAAGATTTTTGTAATTATTATTTGTTTTATTACCATCGAGATGATTGACAATATTATATTTGTGTGGATTTTTGATAAACAATTTAGCAACTAGTCTATGTACTCTGAAATTTTTTTTATTATTATTTTCGGATAAACAGCAATAATGATAACCCATTTTTAATTGTAATTTTCTGATTTTTTTTGTATCTTTATTTCGTATATTTCCATTATTGGATACTTCATAATTTTTAAAACCTGGTACAACTTTCCAAATTTCATTTTGAACATGTTTTTTCAGGTGATTAGTTGTTTTTGATCCAGAATTTTTAGATTTATGTGACATTTAATTTGATATTTTAATTTGTGTAATATTTTTTTAATATGTGCAATATTATTTCAATTTTTAAAGTTTTCCCCGCAATTTGAACGTGTTGCCTGCGTACCTGCAGACTAGCCATATTTTTAATATGACTGGAGCTCGTAAAACAAACCCTCTGGAGTTTCCAATGGATCAACAGATCCGTACTGTGTATTATGTAAATGACGTGGACTGGTCATTTTATTAGTAGATGCGTCAACAGTTGGTGTAATAACACGACGCAAATATGAAAGTGAATGTAAATGATTCATTCTATTTAACATTTGAGATAAACCTTTGAGAGATTGTGTTCCAAATACACCAGTTGATAAAGCTTGACGTAATCCTTGTTCAATAGTATTTGCTTTGATGTGTGGAATAATATTTGGAGGTTTTTTATCATCAGCATTTTTTGTTCTAAATATTTTATTACAATCATTTATCATTTTCTCATAAAATTGTTTGAATAAAGATCCCAATAATGTCCCAGTTAACATAATTCTTTTATTAACCATTGAATCTCTATCATCGCAACCACGATATTCTTCTACATCTTTGCTATTTTTAGTGTAACATTTAAGTAATTTATGTATCATATAACAAATATAATATGCTTTGTATAACATATCAATTTTAGGATTATTTGTACCAGAACTAACATGTGGTAATATATATTGTTTCATAATTTTTTCCACATATTTTCTTCTCTGTTTAGCTCTTGTTTCAGGATTAGATTCAGAATAAGTTTTGGTAGATTTCAAACTATCTATCATTTTTTCCATAGCTTCTTCTTGTGTCATGGAAGGTGAATTTTGTAAATTCATAGAAATTGATAACTGATTCAAAAGATCTTTTTCTCGTCTAACATCTAGAATAGCATCAACAATATCTTCGTCATTTTCTATTCCCATTGCTCGAATTAATGTGAAAATTGAAACATCTTTAAAATATGGTACAGATAATATAATTGAATTATCTTTTTTCATACGAATGGTAAAAGTTTGCGGATTACCAACTAGTTGTGTTGGTGGTTGTGACAATACTCGCACATAATAAATTAAAGAATTTTGATCTTTTTGAGTAAAAACCATTGGTTTTCTACGAATCATGGATTCCACAGACAATACTACTTTTTCGCTACCGTTTATAATAAAATATCCACCAGCATCGTATTTACAATGTCGACAAGACAAATCTGGTCTCAAAGTTAAATTACAATATTTACTTTTGACCATAATGGGTATTTTAGCAATTGGTACATCTTTTTCAGGTGCACCAATAATACGTGTTTCAGTATTTCCTGTACTAATATCAACAATATCTTGCCATTGTGTTACAGTCGCTGTATATTTAGAAGAATATGATAATTGTTTTCGAATTGCATCAAGCGGATATAATAATCCTTCATCATTATCAAGAGAAGGAGGTTTAATTCCTAAATCGTCAAAAGTGAGACGATATCTAATTACTTTATTTTCTGTAGTTTTTTCAGAAATAATATTTTCTCCAGATTGTAAAATACTGGGGATAGTTTCTTCAATAAGTTGATTAAAAGAATCAATATGATGACTTACTAATATTTGTCCACTTCTTTCAAAAAATAAGTCCAAAAGACCAAAAAATGGTTCGGGATCATATTTATTATCTACATCTTCAACTTCTTTACTCTTTTTGGACATTTATTTGTTTAATAATATTTTATATAGATCTTATTTTTATAATATTTATTAAATTATCAATTTTTTTAATCAACGCAATTAATTTATTTTTTCGATTAAATTCATAATATCATTCTATTATTGATTAAATTCAAATTATAATTATAATTTTAATTTAAGCCAAGTGAATTAATATTAATATTTTTGTTAGACATTTGTTTAACTATTTTTTCGATATTGTTTTTCGTAAATGCTGATTCTAATAATTTATCAAAATCAGGTTGTCCATTTCTTTTTGATTTAATTCTTTGTCTAAGTTTTTTTTTTAGTTCTAATTTCCGTTCTTGTTCGGTTTGGACTTTTTTTTCTGGAGTAGGTTCAGAATTGATTGTATTAGTCGAAGGTTTCATAATTGATGCATTATCATCTAGATCTTCAATACTATCTAAATCATCAATGGAAGAATTATTTAAGAAATTCATATTAATATCAATATTGGATATATTTTTATACTCCTTATATTCTTTATCCTCAAAATCTTCTTCCGGCAAAATATTTTTGTTATTTAACATAAATCTATTAACATCATCAAAATTATTATTATCTATATTATCTATATTATCATTATCATCATTAATATCATCATTAATATCATCATTAATATCGTCATAAATATTAGTTGGCATTTTTTCAAAAATACTATCAAAAATATTTTTAGTATTGGTATTGGATGAAAAATCAGGAGTAGACATATTTTGTCCACTAAAACCGAAAAAATAATTGGTAGCAATAGGTATCATGGCATTAAATATATTCATTTTCATTTGAGTTACAATTTGGGACATATGCATAATTACTTGTTGCGATTTGGTATTTTGAGATAACATGGATGATTTATTTTTGATATGATAATAAATTTTAACTGCGACAAGTGAAATATATTTAATTATTTGTTGTCTACAATTCATACATTTAACAAGATTACTAATTTTTTCAACTAGTTTAGAAATATTATCAAATATTTTTTTGACAATAGTGTTATTAATATTTACATTATTATTTTTTTGTGTTCTTGAAACAATGGATATATAAATTAATGATATGAATAAAATAGTTTCGGCAAAACCAAAATAAAATAATATTCCGCACATTAATATTATAAAATCCGATATGATAGCAAATAATGTTTTCACGAACAACATATGACACAAAAACATCATTGTATCAATTGTTTCAATGGATAATTTATTATATCCAATACTTATTACATTAACAAAAATAGTCAATAAACTACATGCTATAAATTTTAAATTTAGCATATTGGATTGCATAAAACAATATTTAAACAGTATATACAAATATATACACATCATACTATAATCCATAAAAAAATATCGTATATTTGTCATTTTAATAATATACGATATATGTGTTAGCTCTATATCATTAATTTATTATCAATAAATTAAGGATAATTATTTGGTTGATAAATCAATCTATTTCTACTAAATTCCAAAGTATATCTTGTTTACCCACACTTAGTAAATATTTATTAGCTAATGTAAAATGATTGACTGTTTTAAAAGATGGATATACAATTTTTTCTTTGGTACCATATTTAGTACCCACGAATGTTCTATCACATGACATAGGTGATGGATGTGAACTTGTTATCATATGATGTTTATTAGGATCAATATTTTCACATAATATATGCGCAAATTTACCCCATACAATAAATACTAAATTAGTGCATTTATTGGTTATATATTTAAGTAAATCTGCAGTGAATTCATTCCAAATTTTTTGATGTGCATTTGTTTGAAAAAGTATATTAGTAAAACTTGAATTAAATAAAAAACATCCTTGTACTATCCAAGATGCTAAACAACCATGATTAGGTTTTTTTGAAAGATTTTTAAAACGTACCATATTATTGTATATATTGTCAAGAGATGCTGGTACGCGACAATTAAGAGGTACAGAAAAACTAACTCCCATTGCATTAGGAACACCTTTTTTACATTCTCCAGGATACGGATCTTGGCCCAATATTATAACTTTAATTTTTCTTGGAGCTAATATATTGAGAGTATTAAATAATAATTCGGGATAAGGTATAATATTTTGACCCTTTTTCATAAAATTCGATAAATTTTCCTCTAATTTTGAAAAATATTTTTTATTTTCTATCTGATCAAAAAATTCATTCCACCCAGGATTAAATATCAAAGATCTTAATTTTACATTATTATCAGGAAAACATTCTTTCCAAGTTTTGAAAGAATATTTATTTGCGTCAATTAATATATATTCTGTTAATATTCTATTTCCAACTAATAATGGAATTTCTTTTTTAATATTTTTTAGCTCGTTTTTATGTATTTCTTCTTTTGATTTATTTGTTGAATCAAAATCAGAATCTTCTTCATCCATGTATTTTATACTATCATAATCTTCATCACTACTTTCATCACTAGAAAATATATTTTCTTTACCGGACATTATTAATAATAAATTATTAATATTATTGATTTGTTTATAATAAAATATAAATAAATCAATTTTATCCATTAATTTTAAATTTTTCGATTAAATAATTTGTGGCTTCATCATCTACTAGAGCTTGACAATATGGTGCTATTTTATTATATATTTTACCAATTGTTACATCAGATGTACCGATCAATCTTGCAATCGATTTTTTTTCAACATTGAGAGAATACATATTAACCATAACAAGTATTGATGCAGCTGCTAGTGCCAATGGTCCATGATCAGACGCTAGTTTCATTCTACAACAGTTATTTGCAATTTTGACTGCTGCATCTGCATATATTTTTCCTATTTTTAATTTTGGACAATGACGTTTAATATAATCTTCAGCTGTATTAGGATCTATTTCATCAATAATAATAAAATTATCATCAGCATTTTTCATAATTCTTTCAAAATGTTTATTTCCCCTTGTAACTTTCTTTTCATCTAATTCAAAGAAATTCGCTATTTCTTTCACACTTCTAGGATTTTTATTCATTTCACATGCTTTAAATACACATGCAGCAATAATACTTGAACGATTATTTCCTCTTATAATAATTTGTTTGCCTTGATTATCTCCAGTTTTATGTTTACAATCACTAAGACGTTTATATAATATTCTGGCTGAATCAATAATTATTTTTGGTATACCATTCTTACTACATACATTCGATATATATTCGAATACGCCATTCAAACTTCTTTCTTTATAAACAGTAGAATTCCATTTTTGTTTTTGCCGTAGTCTACTACTAGCACCTACAATAATAGTTCCTTGTGATGATTTTGGGAAAAACGGATTAGAAGGACATCCACATCTATTTACACCATCACCTCTACCATCATCATTATTATATTGACGCCATTCCGGACCACGATCCATTAACTCATCATTAATAATACCACATTCGGAACAGACAATAACATTTGATTGTATATCTTCGATTAATGTATTTTTAGATCCACAACCACAACATATTTTAATATTTTCTTCTGATTCGGTCATGATTAGGTCGACACATGATTCTTTCTCGAGATTATTTACCATCTCCCAAATATTTGTAGATTCGATTACTGGTTTTATTTTTTCAGCAGTTTTTGGTTTTTCTATTTCTAATATTTTTTCTTCTGATTTGTTTCCCAACAAAATTGCATTGGGAAATTTACTCATAATAGCAGAATCAGTTTGTATTTCAATATTATTATTTTCATTTTCATCCATATCATCATAATCTGATAAATTATGATGACGAGTATTTTCTATTTCAATATTTTCTATTTTTTTGTATTCAGACAATAAATCAAATTTTTTTACTGGTTTAATTTTGTGATATTCATTCATTTCGAGAAAAAATATATTTTTTAAGCCGGTAGATAGATTTTCCCTATAATTGGACATCCTACCTTTTTAAGTAGTATTATGTATAGATTTATATTTCTTTATATAATTTTATTTTTAAAAATCGAATAAATATTCAATTTTTAAAACTAAAATTAATGAATTAAGTACAATTTTCAAATACAATAGTATCGGAACCTTCTAGATATACCATACATACCATATCACCGCATGATAATACACTTGGTTTATCAATATATTTAATGCGATCACTATTTGATATAATAAATTGTCCAAGAAATGAATAATATTTTTCTTTTGGTACCGAATCATAACATCTAATAGATACACAAGTATTATCTCCTATCGATGTTTCATAACTCCAATAAGGTTCTCGTCTATAATCTATTTTTTTTTTCATAATTATGAATTTATTAATAAATAAATAAATGTACGTTATATTTATATTTATATTTATTTTAATTTCATACTATTGGTGAATACATCATCAAAATCGTTATTTTTTACGTCAATGATTACGTTTGGATCACTAACAATATCAATAATATGATCAACAATTATTACCTTAAAATCATCGCTAAATAATTCTGGACTTTTTTTTTTAATACTGTCATAATCTTCACGATTTTCACCACATATATATACACATTTAACACCTGCCTTTTTGGCTCCTGCTAATTTTGCATCTAAACCACCAATTTTACTTATTTTTCCGGTTAATTCAATTTCTCCAGTCATTGCAACATTGTGGTTTATTTTTTTACCAAGTAATAAAGATACAAAAGCAGTTGTGAATGCACATCCAGCAGATGGACCATCTTTTGGTGTTCCTCCGTCAGGAGCATGAACATGGAAACCATATGGAAATTCTGTAATAATATTATTTTTTAACTTTTTGTTCAACAAATTAACTGCTGTAGTAAGAGCACATATTACTGATTCTTTCATGACTTGTTTTTGATTACCTGTCATTTTTAATTGAATATCTGTTCCATTATTTTTATTTCCAATAAAATTTTTGTATATTTGAATAGGTACAATACCTCCCATACCAACAGATGTTGCATATAAACCATTAATTACTCCAATCATATCAGTTTTATGAATTTTTTCGATACTTAACGTAGGTTTATCCAAATATTTATGAACAAGTTCTTTATCTATCACTATTTTTTCATCTATTTTTAAATTGAATATTTTGTCCAGAACTTTACCATCTACCAAATCTTCCATTTTATTTTTTTTATGATCAATAAAATAACTAATATCAGTATGATCCGGTGATTTTTCACTAATAATTTCTTGTTCTTCTAAATTTTCTTGTAAATATTTTACTTTTAAAAGTTTTCTGAATGGACCTCTCATGTAAAATCTGTCAATATTAATTTTCAAAAGTATTTGTTCCAATTGTCGTTTAAGTTCACGAACACCAGCTTCCATAGTATATTTTTCTATGATGTATTGAATTATATTATCATTTATTTGGATTTTTTCGCGATCAAAACCAATATTTTCACATAATTCTTTTAAAATATAATTTTGTGCGATAGATATTTTTTCTTTAACAGAATATGCTGATATTTTTATTTCTTTGATACGATCTAAAAGAATTGGATCTAATTTTTCCGAATTATTATATGAAAAAACTACAAGTACACCACTTAAATCAAAATCTATCGATGACGAATAAAATCTATCTTGAAAATTTTGATTCATATTTGGATCAGTTATATGAATCAATGTGTTATATATTTCATTTGTATCATTTCGTTTGGATACTTTATCAACTTCATCAAAGAACATAACGCACCTCCAATTTCCTGCTTTTATCATTTGTCTTACTATCATACCATATTGTGCACCAGCATAGGTAAAACTATGACCAATTAAATCAGCTGAGTCACTCATACCTCCTAAACCCACAATAGATAAAGGAATACCCAGTGCTGAACTAATACCTTTCGCTAATAATGTTTTTCCAACACCAGGTGGTCCAACCAAACCGATTACTTGACCAGTTGATTCGGGATTTTGTATCCATTTACCCACTAATTCAATTAATACTTTTTTACTATTTTCGTGTCCATAAACAGTTTCATTTAATTTTTTCGCAACATTTTGTAAATAATTTCTAGATTTGGTCATAGAATTTTTTATTTGCATATAGTGACTATTTGGATCTTTTGGTTTCCAAGGAAATTGCATTAGACCATTTATTGCCATTTGTAATTTATAATTGTTTTCACCAGTTTTTATTTCATTATTTTTTTCTAAAATATAACTTTTAACATTATCTGGCATATTAATCATTGTGGCTAATTTTTTTTCAATAGAAACATTTTCTGGCGTTAATGTTCTAATTCTTGCTAATTCTGTTTTTATCGAATTGGTTACTTTTTTCAATTTAATTTGTGAGTAAAAAGATAAATTATGAAAAATAATATCACTTAATGTTTCACTCCCAATTTTTTTATCTTTTAATAAATTGAAAAGTAAACCAGCATTATTTATACATTGCTCATCACCTATTAATAATAAATTAATATAATTAAACATAGTTAATATATCACTATGGACAAATTCTTTCATAATAATACCAAAATTTTTGGTACTAATATCACAATATGTTACATAATCTTGATGTATTTTTTCACATAGCTGTTGTGAATCATGAACAAAAAAATAATTACTATTTATTAATTTAATATATCTTTCCAGATAATAATCATCAATTTCAGGATAAATTTTTTTCACAAAAATTTTAGCATTGTTGCGAATATTAAACAAATATTTTGAGTATATTTGTGAAGTTCTAATATATGCATTAAGAACATCCGATGAAATATATCCTTCAAATATTATATTACAAGATGCATCATTCACCGGAACAATAATTTTACACGTATTTTCGATTTGACCGTCACATTTACCTGGTATTTTTGTTATTGAAATTGATGAATCAGTTATAATTTTATTATTTTTATTTTTTATTTTTTTTACAAGAATATTTAGTGGCACAAAAACTTTATCATATAATTCAAATAATTCATTATCTTGATAATTAACAAATTTAATTGATTTTGTATTAAAATACATATCAATAAAACTACTCATATTATAATATCCATTATCTTTGGCCAGCAAAATTAATTCTTGTCTAGTTTCATCAAATGGATTTTTTTTGACTCCATATTCAATACAATTGGCAGAAAAAATACTTTGATAAATATTGTAATATGGAGTATTTTTATAAAAATATTCTAAATTAGAATTGGATCCTGACGGATTTCCTCCGTGTTGTTTATAAATTTCTAAAAGATTATTGTTATATATTTTTATCATTTGGCGGATTAAATTATCTAATTTTTGAAGTATGTAATTTCTACTATTAATATCGATAACCCAATGATCATATATTTTGGCAATATGTTTTTCAAAATATATTATGTGTTCGGTGTATTTTTTATAAAAGAATTTGAGATGTTGATTTTTTATGTCTCTGATACCCGAATCGTTATTTGCCATTTAATTTATACTAATAATTTTTTTTAATTAAAACTTATTAATTGTCAGCATTAAGCGAATGTTACAAGTGCACAATATATTTTTATTATTAATTTTAGAACACTTGTGCTCTAAACATATTAACAATAAATTTTTAGCTTCTACAAAAATTTATTCACGTAACTATAAAAAATTTTTTTTGGCTAGACATTTGATATTTTATCAAAATGATATAAAAAATAAATTATATTGGTATATCAGGATAAGAAGATGTCAACTAAAAACAAGAAGACCGTAGAAACTCAAGATCATTCTGAAAATAGTTCTGAAAATACTAAAAAAACCAATAAAAAACCGCAAGCAAACCAAAAAGATAATAAATCGACTAAAAATAAGACCGAAACTAAATCAACTAAAACTTCTAAACAATCAAATAAAAAATCATCACAAACTGGAGGAAAGAAAACTCCAGTCAAGACTAAAGAAGCGACAAAAGATCGTTATTTTAAATTAATTGATCCTAAGACTAATGAATCTTATGGAAGATATACTGGTGGAACTCCCAAACAAGCTGCCAGTAAAGCATACACTAAAACTGTTCAAGGTTTGAAAGGAGGTGGAAAACCCATTCCCAAAAAATCTACTATAATTCTGCGCGAATCAACTCGTGGAAGTCCCAGGAAATATTATGGTTATGAAGCTTCAAGACTTCAACTCGCAGAACCTCAAATACTTGAAATTAATACTGATGGTGAAACTAAAACTATTACTTACAATTTTAGAAATAAAATTAAGAAGATTCCTGTTCCTGAACAACTTGGTGGTGTTAAAACTTCCCGTTCAGCCAAAAAATCACAATCTGGTTCAAAGAAAGCTACTGGATCTAAATCTTCCGGAACTAAATCTTCTGGAAGTAAGAGATCAGGTAACAAAGCCAGTGCTAAATCAACTGGAACCAAAAAAAGTTCAACTAAAGCTTCCAATAAAAATACCAATAAAAAGGCAACTAGTTCAAAAGCCTCTCGTTAATTGATTTTAATTTATATGATTTATAACATATCAATCATATAATATATATATTTTTTTTTGTTAAAATATTTACATATTATATATACGTGTAATGTCAAAAAATAATAGTACCGAAATTATTTCAGTTAACGTTCCAACAACTGAATCTACTGAAAAAAGAAATAATACTGTTATATCAACGTCCAATAATGATGTTGTAGATATTTTATCAAAGATAAGACAGCATTTGGCAAGATTAAAATTTTCTAGTTCCATTGATTTCAATAAAAATCTTGATGATGATAAAATTTTAACAGTAGGAGAATATAAAATTTCTAGAGAATGTTTATTACATTTCCTTGCAGGAAACCCGGAATTTTTAAAAGATAGCGCTAATCAATGTTCGACAGCTATTCAAAATTTTTCAAATGAAGCTGGTAATTTAGATTTATCAGCTTTAATAAATTTAAGTCCAAATAAAAGTTTTGTTCGTGATAGTGCATTTTACAAAAATTTATATGGATTTAATATATCCATTGCCGATTTTATAGCAAATAATGATGAATTTAAAAATACTAATTTTAATACACAAACCAGAATTTTATCTAATTATCAAGAATTTTTGAGACAATCTATTGACTATTTGGGAAAATACATGCAAACTTATCAAGTCGTAGATGATAATTTAATAACAAGTAGTTACAATCTTATGTATTTACTTAATTCTATTACATTTAGAAGAGCAAATATGGGAAAAAATATATATGAGTTACAATCAATTTATACAGCACTTGTTGATGCAATTATGCAAAATATATCTATTTATAATTCAATAGATTCAAAACAAATAATAAATCAACCTGTTACAAAAAACGATGTTCTTGATGAAGGTATTAGTAAATTAGCGGAAGAACTTAAACAACGTCTTAATTTGTTAAAGAAACAACAAGTTACTTTAATAAATAACGTCAAAGAAATAAATGCTGATTCAAATAATTTACGTAATTATGTTAATGGTGATGTTGTTGATATTGTCGATTCTTTAAAATCACAAATTGCTAATTTAAGTAGTCAAAAAATAAGTGATTTTAACACAGATCAAATTAATAATCTTAATACAGATGCTATAGAAAATATAAAAACAGTTGAAGAATATAATCCAGCAAAAAAAACTTCACCAAAAAAAAAATAAATAATAATTGCCGAAAATATACATTTTTAAATTTTTATTATTAATAAAAATTTAATGTTGTATTATAATATAATATGTCTGGAAAAAATATGGATATTAATGCATTAAAACGAAATCTAAAAGAATTAAATGATTTGTCTCAAAATTTATTGGCTGAAATAAATAAACGTAATCATATTATGCAGGAAGGAATTAATGATTGTCGTAAATTTCAATTTGTTCAAAAAAGAAAATAAATTTAATATTTTACATCGTAATTATTTTACAATCTAAAATATATAATTGTTTAAATGAAATATATTAACGAATCAGATGCTAATATGATTTTGAATAATATTTGGCTCGGAAATAAATATGCTGCTTGTGATATTAATTTTATAACAAGATATAAAATTTGTCGCATAATAAATGTTACTTATGATGTTTTTAATAAATATGATTTTATCGATTATTATGTTTATCCATTAAATAATGACTTGTCACATTCTAAATTATTTGTTCAAGTAATGGATAAATGTTCTAATATTATTTATGATTCAGTTTGTAAAAATATACCAATATATATACATTGTAAACGTGGTCATCATAGATCGGCTTGTGTTTTGGCTTTTTTTTTAATGAAATATTATCAGATGTCGTTAAATGATGCTGTCAAAATTATTAAAACATTAAGAACTACCACATTTCGCAAAAATAATTATATGTTTAAATCGTTAATGCAATTAGACAAAATAAAATATTTTGGTTAATTTATTATTTATTGATTATTCATTGATTATTTATTGATTATTTCGTATATTCCAATAATGCAAAAACATAGAACGATATATTTTTTGATCATTTTGTATGATTTCTTCAAGTTTTATTTTATCTTCTTTTGATAAAGGTATTTCTCTAATTTGCGATTCAAGATTATCAGCAAGATTGTTTAATTTTATAATATCCGAATTATGATCAAATATTTTTGATTTATCAATAATTTCGAGATAATATTTTATTGCATATAATTTATTTATTGTATTATCTATTAAATCCATATTATATATTCATAATATATATTATGGCTTCTTCATATGACGCGTTCATCTATAATGATGTTCGATATTCTTATATTTTATTTTTTTATTAGAATTTAATTTACCCATATCTATTTTTAATAAAATATCATTATTTGAATTATTATTATCATTTATTTTTTCAGGTAAACTGGACAACACATCATCAATATTTTCTTTTATTTTATTGACAGATATTTGTGATTCTGTTGTATCCAATTCATCAATATCATCATCAGAATCACTTGATATGTCTTGTACATCGGATATTGTTTGTAATTTATGCATATTATGATAAATTTTATTACATAATTCACTAATATTATCTATTTTATGTTGATAAACACTATTTTGTTCATTTTGATGATCAAGTAACCAAATCATTGTTTCGTTAATAATTTTTAATAGTATATCTATATCATTTTTTGCCAATGAAAAATAATTTGATTTAATAGAAGTATTTAATGTAAGACATGTTAATTGTAATTCATCTCTAATTGTAAAATTTTCATTTTTTTCGAAAATTTTAGTATCTTCGTATTTTTTCATAACGTCTTCCGTAAATTTATTTATTTCATCTATTTTAGCAATAAATTCTATGGTAGTTGTTGCATTTGTAGTATATAACCAAATTTGTACACTTTCTAAATAATCTGTTACTAAAACAATATCGTCATTTGAGAATCTACTGACAGGATTATTAACAACACTAATAATATTTTTACACAAATCTGATATTGTCTTTTTCAGAGATTTTATTTCTTCCTTATCATATTCTGATGGATCATTTGGTATTTCTATTTTTTCATATTGTTCTATATTATCATTATCATCATCCCCATGTATTTCAGCAGTATTTGACGTAGTTGTAGCATCTTTAAAATTATTATTATTTTTATTAATTTGAGCAACCAAAGGAGCATAAGTTTTACTTAATCTAGTCTCGCGTTTTTCCAATTCATCTAATTCTAAATCATTAAATTCTCGTGATGATATCCAGTTCAAATTATTGCGGATATCTTGTTTAATTTTTTTTTTATCAGCATTTGTTAAGGCATATGCATCATCTCGTAAATTAATCAATATTGAATTACAAATACTATTAATTTTATGCACTAAACCAATTTTTAATGAAAACATTTTATCTATTTCTTCATGTTTTTCTGCTTGTTTTATAATATCATCTATCTCTTTACGAGACAATCTACCTTTAGCTCCCCAAGTGGATGTTATTTGTATACCATTTTCCACTCCAGATTTTTTTTCATATGCAGTAACTTGAAGTATACCATTCATATCGATTTGAAAAGTTATTTTTATTGTCGGGTATCCTCTCGGTCCTTTTTCAAATCCTGTCAAATCAAATGTCCCAACATGAAAATTATGTTTAGTTAATTTTCTTTCGCCCTCAAATATTTTAATGCTAACAGTATCTTGATAATCAGTGTCTGTGGAAAATATTTTAGTTTTTTTAGTAGGAATTACTGTATTTCTTGGTATAATTGTAGTCATTTGGCGCTGTAAAGTTTCAACTCCTAACGATAAAGGAGTAATATCTAATAACACTAAATTTTCAGAAAAAGGATCTTCATTGTGAGTCATTATATATCCATAAATAGATGCTCCAGCTGAAACAACTTCATCAGGATTTAGAGAACTGGTTAAACTTTTAATGTTTGTATTTTTAAAATATTCAAGGATTAATGATTGTATTTTTGGTATTCGTGTTGAACCACCAACAAGTATAACATCATCTATGTCATCACAAGTTAAATTAGCACTTTCTAATACATCTTTTATTGGTTTAATACACATAATAAATAGATCATTACATATCATTTCAAATAATTGACGAGATAATACATAATATATTTTTTTACCATTATAAAAATCATCAACACATATTACTGTTTTATCCACTGTAGATAATAATTTTTTGGCATTTTCAACAGCATTTTTTAATTTTAATTGAGCTAATTTACTGAACTCGAGTTTTCGTATTTTATATTTTTTTTGAAAATCAAGTATTACATGATTCATGATTAAATAATCTATATCTTCACCACCTAAATGTGTACTACCGCTAACTGCTAATGTTCTAAATAAGCCATTATTAATATTCATGAGACAAACATCGAGTGTTCCTGCACCTAAATCATATATGATAATATTCCCCCCGTTTTTATTTTTCCAAGTTTTACTTCCAAGACCATAAGCTAATGAAGCAGCTGTTGGTTCGTTAATTATTTTAATAACATTGAGTCCCGCTATTTTTGATGCATCTAAAGTGGCTTGACGTTGTGCATCATTAAAATATGCAGGAACAGTAATCACTGCTTTTTCAACTTGTTTTTTTAAATAATTTTCTGCCATTTTTTTTATTTCCATTAAAATTTGTGCGCAAATTTCTTCTGGTTTATATAATTTTTTACGAGTAATATTAACATCTTGAGTATCTAATTGAACTAATATATTATGATGAGGCGAATCGTCATCTACCAAATTATAAGATATTAATTTTTTTGTTTGTTTTATTGATGCATCATTCATACGTCTTCCTATAATTCTTTTTATGTCATAAATAGTATTTTTAGGATTAATATCTTTCATTGACAATGCATTGTTTCCAACTAGTTTAGCTGATTTATAATATGATACAACACTTGGAATTGTTCTGTTTCCAAATTGATCTGGTATTATTTCAAATCTTTTATTTCTCCAAACGCTAACACAAGAAAATCGTGTTCCCAAATCTATTCCAATAACAATCTCATTATTCTGTTCTATATAATCATGTTCGGACAAATAATTTTCAGTATTGTTATTCATAAATGGATTATATTAAACTATACATAAAATTATAGTTTATCAAACGTTAATATTATGTTATAATGTATATACATTGAAACGTATTTTCCCAAAAAAATTGATTTGTTTTAGGTAATATTATAGTAAATTATTTAAAGAATATACTAATACAATACTTATTAGAAATGGATGGTTATAATTATACACCCGATACCATCAGTATTCAACAATTCACAGAATATTTAAAAATGGATATTACACCTATTGAAGGGTTAGTTATACCTAATGTCACAATTCCGTCTCATTTAATGAATAAAAAAAGGATTACGCAAGCTGATGATACAATTATTCTTAACATTAGACATTTATTTAATAGTTTAAGTGGTGACAATGTTGAAAAAATACGTGAATTATTGCGAGAAACAATAATGACAAAAACTAGTGGCGAACAAATGTTGAATGATGTAGCAAAGGAAATTTTATCAAATTTTTTAATTAGTGATAAAAATATTAGTAGTTATATGCATTTACTCAATGCTGTAAGTAATGCTTGTCTAGAAATAGACAATGGCGCTAGGACTCCCACAATAGCTAAATATTTTATTGACGAATGTAAATATAAAATATTTGATTTCATTAGTGAAAAATTTGTGCGTGAACTTGCCAGTATGGATATTGATGATGAAGATGAATTGGATATTTATAATAGAAAACGTGAATCCATAATTAATTTAATTTCTACATTATGTCACTTATATGATCAAAGAAATGATAATAAAAAAATAAAAGTTACTGCTAGCAATTTATATCCTCTAATTGATAAAATTATTAATATTTATAATGATATTCGTTCGAAAATGAAGAAACTTGGAGATTTATATAACGGTGAAGATTGCGAAAATGAACAAGAATATGAGATATTAGCGAGAATGGCAAATTTATATGCGGAACAATTATATACATTTATATCAAAAAGAGCCATTGAATTTATCAATGATAAAACAATTATTAGAAATGACAACATGAAATCACTTGTTGAAAAATTTAGAAATCAAATAGTTCCTACATTAACGGAAGCATATTTAATAGCTAAATGCGATTTAATTAAATACAAATAAATAATTTTTTGGATATTTTAAATATTTAATTTGCGAATTAAATACTTAAAATTTTAACATTGAAATGTCAAAATATAATTATTCTAATTATATTCCTCGATATATTCTGTGTATGTAAAAAAATAAGGTAAAATTAGAGATAATAATGTATCTGTTTTATCAAAAGTATTTGTGTTAATTAATTTTGAAATAGCTGACATTATTTTATCAATGATGCGTATATTCATAATATATTGTTTACAATAGTCTTCATATTCATTTGATATTTTTTGTGAGGATAATTTATGTTGTTGTTTTAGTAATTCAATATGATTGACTATTAATTGACGCTTTTTAAATTCCAAAGATTTAATTAATTGGTAATTATTTTTTATTGTCACAAAATCTTGTTCAATATTAAATAATTCCACACCTATTTTTAAACATGCAAATATAACACGAATAAAAAAAGATTGTTTTTTTATGAATTCTTGTGATTTCATCATATCTATTTGATTTTTGCTTAGTTTTGGATCAAACGTTTTAAATTCTGGTGAACTTAAATTTATTTCGCTTAACCTAATGCTTTCATTAGATTTTGATTTTGTTTTGCTTAAATTGCATATCATTTTTATTTGTATTAAATCTATACATTCATTATCCATGTAATATTTGTATTTTTTTGATAATATTTTTAATATACCATTAGACATATGTGATAACTGCATTTATTTGAAATATGGATATTATTCTTTAAACTATTTGTATATTAGCAAAAAAAATTGAAAATAGAACATATAAGATTCATCATTAATATCAAATTTCAATATTAGTAGTTATTCTACCAAATAACTAGATTATCGTCTTCAACAATCAACATGAATACTAACAATAAATCAATTTCTCAAAAAATTTTTTCGGAACCTCTTTCTCAATCCGAAATGGATTTCGCTATATTGCACGTTTTAGATAGATTTGGAGGGTCTGAAAATGATTGGTACACTATCCAAGAATCTGAAGATTTTGCTAATGACACTAGACTCATTGAAAATGGCTGTAAACCAGGTTTCTCAGATACTTACCGTAATTATCCTCGTCCTATTCAAAAGGCTAATAAATCGGATTTATATTTTCCAATGCCTCTCCCTGATCCCATTGCTCTTGTTAGCGAGTGGCAAAATGAAGATAAAAATTGGCAGTCTGTTGTAGTGGCTATCATGAAAACAATTCAAGATTTTTGGAAAGTCATGCATCACTTGCATGATGATGCGAGTGCAAGTTGTAGATTTGCCCTTCCATTGACTGGAAAAGAAAATGATGCAAACAAAATGTTTTCTCAACTTATATCTTCTGGTAGATCAATAAATGACCAAATTATTATTGATAAAAGTTTGCAAAGACGTATTAATAATATTGTTGCAAATTATAATTCTCTTCATCCAGTTTGGAGTTTTGTTAAGGTTTCAGACCTAAACAATACCAAAGACATAGAAGTTCCTTTTATTAGAAAAAATTGTCGAGCGATTAACGACATTAATGTCAATCTTAAGGATACCAAAAATAATAATTCAAAAGATATTTATCCAATGGATAATACCTTTACTAAAGGATACATTCCTTATTTGATTTTTGATCTTGTTAGAGGTCAATTACCTGCTGATGTTTCTGCAATTGTTTTCAACAAGACCATTGCAGTCAATGGTAATAGTTATTTTAAAGGATTCCGTGTTAGAGTTCTGACTAAAACAGATGAGACAAACAGTCTCATTAAATGCAAAAACTATTTGGAAACTCACTTCCTGGAAAATCATTCCACTGATAATAAGGATTATTCGGAATGTGTTGTCAGGATTAGTTTACCGAAATAATTAAATCTAAATTCATTTTAATAATTTATTAAAATAAATTTAATTCTATTTAAATTATATCATCTTGGTTAGTTTATTACATAATAAATTATTTTTTGCACATTGATTTATTTCAATTTTTTTTCTCTTTCCTAATATTTTGTTTTCTTTTTTATCTAAACGATTATTATTTAAACAATTACGACATACACTTTGATAAATATCGGATCCACCTACTAATATTTCATTATCATTATCTACTGTTCTTATTGTAAATGATGCATCATTTATTTTACATTTCATACAAACAGCTTTGAGTTTAATTACATTTTCCGATATAGCAATTAATTTACCTATTTCTTGAAATATTTCTTGTTTAAAAGAACTATCTATTGTTGATACAATTACTTCTATATTATTGTTTGCTAATTCATTGCAAAAATTTGCGACATCATCAAAAAAAAATCCTTCTTCGACTCCAACAACATCATAATTAGTGGTTATCAGTTCAAAAAAGTTAGAATTAAATAAATTATTTGAATAAACAATATCGCAATTTTTATATCGTATTTGATTATGAGTTATGATGTGTTTCTCTTCTGAATCATTTTTTTCAAATCTATCGTCGCGAATATGTTTAATTATTAGACAACGTTTACCTGCAATTTTTTTCCTATCTACAAGTCTAATAAATTCTGTTGTTTTTCCACTAAACATTGGGCCAATAATTGTTGTTATAGACATAAATAACTTGTATTGTGAATGAATATTTATAATATTTATTAAATTGTAATTTTTTTTTCAATTTTAAAAAAACTGAAAAAAAAACATATTCATGTGAATTTATTATAAATTTATGATAATAAACATGTCGCAAATTGAATTAATGAAAACTGGTGTTGATAAGAGACTTGGAGATCGTATGAAATATAACGAATCACAACAAGAAAATATTATATCAAAGAATGATTATTTTTGTATTAGACTCGATGGACATTCATTTAGTAGATTTACGGCAAAATTACAAAAACCATTTGATAAAAATTTTTCAAAAGCAATGATTTTAACTGCTTCAGATGCAATGATTGAATTTAATGCAAAAACAGCTTTTACTCAAAGTGACGAAATATCACTCGTATTTGATAATGCATTTCCCAAAGATATTGAAAATATTGATACAAATAAATATACTCATATTTACGGTGGAAGAATATTAAAATTAGTTTCATTATCAGCATCTTTTGTTTCCACTAGATTTAATTATCATTTTAGTAATTTGGTGGAAAAATATATAATTGATTCACCAAATATTTATAATCCAAAAACAATAGATAATATAAAAAATTTTAGAGCAACTTTTGATGCTAGAATATTAATATTTGACGAAAATAATAAATCTGAAATGTTAAATCATTTAATTTGGAGATGCCAAGATGGGTATAGAAATTCTATACAAATGTATGCTTATCATCATTTTGGACCATCAAAAATTAATAAATTAAAAGGTAGTGAAATGATTGATTTGCTAGAAAAAGAGAATAAATTACAGTGGAAAGATATACCTTTGTGGCATAAATATGGTACTATTATTAAAAAAATATTGGTAGATTTGGAAACTACTCATGGTATATCCAAAAGAACACAAATCAAACAAATTGCATTTAAAATAACCTATTCGGACAATATGTTGAATTTTGTTTTTGATAAATATTTTGATATCGAGAGACTAGAAAATATGACTTATGAATTAGTGGATATTTGAATTTAATAAATATGATAATTATAATTGTCATATTTATCAAAAAAAATTGAATAACAAATGTATAATATTGGTCTATCTTAGAAATAAGACCATAATATAACTAGATATTTGTGTATATTTATCAAACATGGATAATAATTGGCAGAATACTGATTTAATTGAACTTGAAAAAAATATTATTGCATTTTGGAAAAATATTAATGCTACAGATAAAATTTTACAACAAGTAAATGATTATCCAGAAAAAATATTCCTGGATGGACCTCCATTTGCCACAGGTACAATGCATTATGGTCATATTTTAGTATCATCTATTAAAGACACCATAATTAGATATTTTACCATGAAGGGTTACAAAGTTGATAGAAGAAATTCTTGGGATTGTCATGGAGTTCCAATTGAAATGTTAGCTAAAAAAGTAATCGGATACACAACAAAGAAAGAATTATATGATTATGGAATTAATAATCATAATGATATTTGTCGTAATTTGGTTTTAAAATGTGCTGATCGCTGGTATCAAGATTTTGAACGTATTGGAAGATGGATTGACGTAAAAAATGAATATAAAACAATGGATACTAATTTCATGGAATCTGTTATTTGGGCATTTAAACAATTATACGAACGCGGTATGATTTTTGAAGGTTATAAAGTAATGCCATATTCAACTGGTTGTAATACTGCTTTGTCACATTTTGAAGCCAAACAAAATTATCGAGAAGTAGTTGATCCATCGATTACTTGTTGTTTTGAAATTATATCCACACAATATTCGGTATTTAAACATACAACAGATTATCCTAATTATATTTTGGCTTGGACTACAACTCCTTGGACCTTACCAAGTAATATGGCATTATGTACATATGTTGGTGGTGAAATAACTTATGCATTTGATAATCAATTAAAATGTTATATTTTGATTTCTAAACATAAATTTGAAGCGACATTATCTAAACTTAAATTTGCCAATGTTAGTAGATTTAGAATTATTTCAAGAATTTCAAGTGATGATATTGTTGGTACTGAATATAAACCACCTTATAATTATTTTTGGAATAGAGAAGAATTGGAAAAAATTCCCATTGAAAATAGAGCTTTTCGTGTTGTTTCGGATCATTATGTGAAAGAATCTGGTCAAGATTCTGGTACTGGTTTTGTGCAATGTGCACCTGCGCATGGTGAAGATGATTTTAGAGTGTGTTGTATGCATGGTATAATCGATATGAAAAATTCACGAGGAAATTTGATTAATGTAATTGATGATGATGGAAAATATAAAGAAGAAATTAAACACTATGCTGGATTGTATATTAAGGATGTTGATAACCTAATTATTAAATATCTCAAGTCAAATAATTTATTATTTGACTTCAAACAATACAAACATAGCTATCCACATTGTTATCGAACAGATACACCACTATTATACCGTGTTTCAACTGGTTGGTTTTTAAATGCATCCGATGAAACATTTAGAGAAAAAATGTTAAATAATAATTCTAAAATAAATTGGATGCCATCTAATATTGGAACAAAACATTTTGATAATTGGCTCCAAAATTCAGTTGATTGGTGTATTTCAAGAAGTAGGTTTTGGGGAACTCCAATTCCAGTATGGAAATCTGATGATGGTGAAGAAATTGTTTGTATAGGTTCAATTAAAGAATTGCAAGAATTATCTGGTGTGCAAAATATTAGTGATTTACATATTGATAAAATTGATCACATTAAAATTCCATCAAAGAAAGGAAAAGGTTTATTGTCTCGAGTTGAAGGAGTTTTGGATTGCTGGTTTGAATCAGGTTCTATGCCTTATGGTCAAATACATTATCCATTTGATAACGCAAAATACTTTGATAATGATAAAGATTATGTGGCTGATTTTGTAACAGAATCAATTGATCAAACACGTGGTTGGTTTTATACCCTATTAGTATTATCCACAGCTATTTTCGATAAACCGGCTTTTAAAAATGTAATAGTAACTGGTATTGTTAATGCATCTGATGGTCAAAAGATGTCAAAAAGTAAGGGTAATTATTCCGATCCTAATATTTTAATTGATAAATTTGGTGCTGATACTTTGAGATTATACCTATTGTCATCACCTGTAGTAAAAGCAGAATCTATTAAATTTGATGAAATTGCTATGGCAAAATTACAACAAAATTCTATTGTTAAAATTTATAATATGGCATTGTTTTTGACAGAAAAAATTTCTTTATTTATTAAAGAAAATCCGACCGAAAAAATTAATTCATCAAGAAGGTTAAATATTTCTGATTTTTCTAATATTATCGATAAATGGATTATTAATAAAACAAATATTATGGTGCGTGAATTAAACAATGATTTTTCTTGTTATAATATTCATCGAATCGGTTCTAAAATTATTAATCATATTGAGCAACTGACAAATTGGTATCTTAAAATGTCAAGAGAACGTATGAAAGGTTTTGCATCTATGTGGTTTTCTGGGAATGAAGATTGGAAACAATCCATTAAAACATTACTGACTGTGTTACATCATTTTATTATTGCTATCGCACCCGTATTACCTTTTATTTCAGAAACTGTCTATCAAATGATTAAACCTTATCTCGATACATCATGTGAATCAGTCCATTTTGAAAGTTATATTGATATTAATGAAACAGATATTGATCAAACACTTGAAGAAAAATTTGAAACTATTCAACAAGTCATTTGTATGGTCCGTGATATTCGCAAAATAAATCATCTCAATAATAGAAGACCTATTTATGAAATTAATATTGGTTGCATTAATCCAAAACAATGGGATATCATTCAAGATGTTTTAGATATCATTAAAATTGAGTGTAATACTTTGAATATTAAATATGTGCAATTTAATGAATTGGTTGGTTATCAATTAGAACCAAATATTTCAAAATTAAGTACTTATTTGAAAAACAATAATAAAATTAAAAATATGCGTGACATTATTAATTTATTAAAAAATATTTCTGAAACTCGATTGTCAACATTTTTAACAACAAGCAAAATTGAAATCGAAGAATATGGAATAATTTTAGATAATGAATGTTTAGAAATAAAATATTATTTACTCGACGTTGATAATAATTCAAAAATTTTGGATGGTATGATTGTCCAAATTAATCAAGAATATAATGAACAAGTAGAAAAAGAACATATTATTAGACTTGTAAATACTGCTATTCAAATGCATCGCAAATCATCAATGTTGAAACCATGGAATATCATTAAAATAGTATTACATACGGATTCAAAATATTTAATTAATTTCATAAATCAAAATAAAAATTATTTTTGCGCAAAAAATATATCAGATATTTTGTTAGATGAAAGTGCAAATTTATTCCGTCCTACAAAACATGAAATTATTAATGATTTTTTAATTATTGGATCTATTAACACTTAATCCAAGTATTTTTTTATTATTTTTATTATTGTTACAATAATAAAAATAATTGGTATTAATACTTGATTACAATTTATTGTTGTCAAATATTTATCTAAAAAAAAATTGAAAAAAAAACTATAATTTTTATACTATCTTAAAGAAATAACAAGTATTTAATATAAATAACCATGAATACTGAATTATACGCTGAACTAGGTCTTGATACTAATGCAACTGATGATGAAATTAAAAAAGCATACAAAAAACTAGCAATGAAATATCATCCTGATAGAAACAAAAGTCCTGATGCTGAAGAAAAGTTTAAAAAAATTAGCAATGCACATGGTATTCTTTCTGATCCTGAAAAGAAACAAACTTATGATAGATTTGGTATGGATGGTATAAATTCAGGTATGGCTGATGGTGGTATGGATCCAATGGCCGATTTTTTCACGAATTTACATAGAGGTAGATCCAATATCAAAAAACAAAAATATAATATTAGTTTACAAGATTATTTTACCAAAACTCAAGTTAAGGTACCTGTATCAAGTGATGCACCCTGTAAAGAATGTGATCATACAGGATTTTCTGATCGTCAAAGAAGATTATGTAAAGGATGTCATGGTACCGGCATGATGATGTTTACTATTAATCGTGGTCCAGTTATACAACAAATACAACAAATATGTAATATGTGTAATGGCAAAAAATTTGATGTCACTAATACTAAACTTCATTGCAAAATTTGTAATGGCGCAGGAACAGTAAAACAAGTCGAAGAAATAGATGTTGATATTCCTAAAAATATTATTTCTAATTCTACTGTTATGATGCCAGGAAAAGGTCCTATCATTAATGGAAAAAATGTTGATTTAGCTGTAGTTTTTAACCTTAAACTTTCTAAAGGATTTGCGATGGCTTCTGGTGGTAAATTAATTTATACTATGCATATTAATTATCCAGAAACATTATGTGGTTTCCGAAGAATTATCAATCACCCATGTGGTAAACCGATATTAATTGTAGCAGAAAAAGGATATGTTATATGTCCTGATCATATTTATACCATTGACAATATGGGATTAGATAGAGATATTATGTATTTAACATTTATAATACATTATCCAGAAAATATTGTTATTCCTCTGAGAAAAGTTTTTAATTTTGATAATTTAGAAATGGCAATGGGAAAGAGAAAACAACCTGATGATCAAGATAATAATGTCGATCCTGAAAATATTTATACACTTAGTACTTTGCAAAAAGTTAATAATAATCCTCGATCTCGCGAAGATTTTGATCAACAAAATGATTCTGATCAAGAATCAAATGATGATCAATCAGAAATGCCTGATTTTGGACATCAAGCAGGATGTGCTCAACAATAATTCAAAATAAAAAAATGAAATATAATGATGTTATTTAAATATAAATATATTTAAATAAAATTATTAATAATAATGACTAAACTGGCTATTATTGGAATATCAGGACGAAATCATAATCCTAATATTGATCATTACAATTGGATGATAGATAATGCTGAAATTTATATTGAATTAATACTTTGTCAAAAATCTGAAAATATTACATTGGTATCAGGTGGATCGTCTTGGGCTGATCATGTTGCAATATCTTTATTTTTGACAGGTAAATTTAAAGGATTACATTTATATTTGCCTACACATTTTAATTGTTCTGAAAATAAATATATTAATGATTATCAAGGATCAATGCTAAATAATTTACATACTAATTTTAGCAAAGTAATTGAAATAAATAGTCTTGATCAATTATCAAAAGCAATAAATAATCCTAATTGTATTACTAAAATTCATAAAGGTTTCTTTCAACGAAACACAAAAATTGCTAATAGTTGCGATTGTTTAGTGGCTTTTAGTTTTGGTGATATACCAACTGGTGGTACATTAGACACATGGAAAAAAATTAAGCATAATAATAAAATTAATATTAATTTACAATGGATGTAAATTAGTATTATTTTATTTATACATATCCATAGAAAGTGATTTATAATATTCAAAATTATTAAGATAATTAATACTATCTGGTGTATCATTATTAACTTTTTTCCAGAGTTTATTTATTTCAATATGATCTATTGGTTGCAAGAAAAAATAATTTCCCATTATTTCTATAATTTGATTTCTTTTTGGAAATAAATCACGCACATCAAAACAATATTTAAATAATACTGTTTTGTTACTTGAATAATGAATATTATCATATGATAATCGATAAATATTTACTAAATCTTGTGGAATATTTTCTTCTGAATATTCATTAATATGGATATTAGTAATATTAATTCTAAATCTATATAATACAGGTATATTAGATATATCTTGGTGATTTATACATTCTGGTTCAAAATATTTTTTTCTAATAAATTGTTGTATTTTTTTAGCTGCATTATTTTCAATTTCTTGTGTGATTATGGGAATTATATTATCATGGTTATTTGTATTGTTATTTGTATTGTTATTTGTATTAGTTACGTTAAATTCATTTTCTGCCACATTTGTTTTATGATTAAAAATATTATTATCAGATGTTATATCATTAGAGACAGTATTTGATTCATTGTTTTTTAAATAATTTAAGTATTCTGCACGTTTTTTTTCTCTAATTTCTTGAATTTGATCTTGCGTATTCATAAATTTTATTTAATTATATAATACTTGTTAAAATTTTTTTATGTTGTGTTTAATTTTTATTGTGTTTAATTTATATTTTTTTGATATTTTTTAATCTGTCTCGGGGATTTTCTTTTAACTTATTAATTATTGCTTCAGGAGTCACAATATATGATCTTTTGACTTGAGTTTTGACATACGGTTTTTCATTATGTAATTTCCATAAATTGATAATAATAGCATCATTTAACAATCTTTTTGGATAAATATTGATATTTGGATTAAAATAATAATTTGGATATATAAATACATCATCATTTTTTAAAAAAATTTTATCAATTTCCTTATTAGATAAGTCAATTTTATTTAAATCAATAAAAATATCTTGAAAAAATGTATCCGATTCTTTTTTTTTAACAGACCTAAAAAAATTATTAATACCATCAAATGGACGTCTCGCAGCGTATGGATCTATAATTTTATTTTTTTCATTTAATTGACCGGGAATTGATGCCATAACTCGATATGATAATTTTAATTCATTATTATTATTAAAATCACTGTCAAATCCTAGAAAAAATTTATTTGATAACATATCATCTGGTATAATTTTAAGTGGTATTGTATATGAATTTATAATTATTCCGCCATATTTTTCTAATATAGCCAATGATACAATAATATCTTTTATTATTGATGAAGATTTTTGATATAAATTATTCCATTTAGTTTCGGATAAATATTTATCTATATCTTCTTTATACCATATTTTATATGTCCATGGTTTTTTCAAAATTTTTTTCCATAAATATGAATAATAATCTATTTGGATATTGGAAATTTTATCATCTATCCAGATATGATTAATTATTTTAGGTATACAATGATTTGTTTGTGGTTTCAATATAAATGATCCTTGTGATACTGTTTCAAATCTCTTGAACGCATCTTTAAAAGGATTATGATCAAATTTATTAGAATAATAACCATTGGTATTAAATATATGAAAATAATTATTTTTATTATACTTGTGATGAGATATATTAAAATCAATATATGGATAATAAATATATTCGTTATTTGAATTACTAAATTCAAATTTGTTGTTAATTAAATTTTTGGATATATCGGATTCATAAATTGATTTAATATTGGATTTATTTATAGATGTTATTAATTTATTTGATTTTATTAAATGATCCAAGGATTTAATGGGATTATTTAACTTGTGATTTACTAAAGTAATCGATAATTTTAATTTGAAATCAAAATTTTGATGATTTATTTTACTAAAATAATTTTTCCAAGTATTAATAAAAATTTTATTATTTTCATGATAAGGTATGACTATTATTTTAGGTATGATAATATGATCAATTTCATATTGATTTAAAATTTCCACAATATTATCATCATTATCATTTTTATCATTATCATTTTTCATTAACATAATAGTGCTTATTGATGATTGATATTGAATAATATGATTTATTAAATCACAATTTATTAATTTATTATTGTAAAAATTATGATTAATATATCCTGTATTATTTGTAAATATTATACAATTATTTTTATTACCGATATGGTTTGATATTATTTGGATAATATTATCATAAATACCAAAATTATAGATCAAATTATCTTGAATATTTTCAAACACATTTTGAATTGTATTTTTTTGTGATTCGTCGGCAATATATATATATATTGTTTGAATATTAATTTCGTTTTTTATATTATTGATTGTCTGTGTATATAATTTTTTTTCAGCATCTAAATTAACAATTCGTTTTGTATCTATAATATATATTAAACACCAGTTATTATTTGATTCAATTTTATTTATCGTATACTTATTACAAATACTCATTATTATTTATAAAATAAATAATAATAAATAATAATATCGCATTATTAATCATTTATGGAAAAATTAATAATACATTGTTACTGTTTGAAATAATCCATGTATTAGGTAAATATGATATATTCACAAATGAACATTTATCTGTCAACATAAATCCTCTCAATAAATTATTACTGGAATCTGAAATAAATCCGTCTGGAGATGTTATTAATGTGTGTGCATTTTGATATTCTCCAATTTTTATAACTTTATTTTGTTCTGATTGACAATCTCGTGGTAAAATTATACTTTGTATAAAATCTGAATATTTAATGATAAATGCGTCTTCATTTCCTGAATTTACAAGTGTAGAACCAGGTGACATGTTAGAATTAAATATATTTAATGTTAAATAATTATAAATTCCAGTAACTAATATATTATTTTTACAATCAGTAGTTATATTTGAACCATTGGCATAAGCACCATTTTCTTGTTTAGCAACCCAAATAATATGACCATTACAACCATACTTTGCAATAAATGATGATAATCCGGATCCAACAATATTCGTGCATGTTGTGCCATCTGAATTATATATATTTATTATTGGAGATGTAAAATAACCAGTAATAATAATATTATTATTATTATCTACAGTAATATCATTTGAAAATGAGTCATCAGATCCTGTTATCTTTGTAGTCCACAGTAATTTTCCATTTGGATTATATTTTATGATGAATACATTACTTCCTCCAATAACAGATAATTTTAATTCTGATATAATAGTCCCATTTGGTGTATTAAAAAACAATATATTATCAGAATTATAACTACCTGTAATAATAATATTAGATTCAGAATCGCTTCCTAATGTTAAATTTTTATTATCTAATATATTTGTTATTTTTGTTGCCCATATCGCTACACCTAAAACTGAATATTTCAATACAAAAGCGGTTACTTGTGATTCTTGACCCGTAAGTGTAACACCTGAATATATTTCCCCATTTGGAGAATTGTAAGCCATAAATGTGGTATTTCCAAAATATCCAATAATTGTTAAAGATTGATCACACGACCAAACAATATCAGTTGGTATAGTATTTTGAGTTTCTGTATTTGATATTATATTTCCAAATCGAGTAGCCCACTCTATCGAACCCAATGAATTATATCGTACCAAAAATCCATTTTGAGAAATACCTGGAGCAAGAATAATATTGTTCGTTCCATCAGAATTTTGAAAAGTTATTGTTGAATCATAATATCCAGTAACATAAATATTTGAATTATTATCTGTTGTTATTGCCGTAGACACAACTAAACCACTTGAAACAAATAATGATGTCCAAATTAAATTACCAGTTGTATCGTATTTAATTATATAAGAATCTGTAATTATTGGTGTTGGTAATGTTGCGGATAATACATTTGAAGAATTATAAATTTTCAAAGGGGATCCAGTGTAAGATCCGGTAATTATAATATTATCTTGCATATCAATTGTCAAACCTAATGTAAATTCATCAAATGTACCTTCTATTTTTGCAACCCATAATAAAATACCATATGGATTATATTTGGCTATAAATATTTCTTCTACGCCAGATGGTGAAATAGTTTGTCCAACACTACAATTAGAGTTATATAGTATCATTGTTGATTCTTCTGTTGTCATTTCTGAAGTAATATCCGCACGATAATATCCAGCCACAATTACATTATTATTTGAATCTGACGAAATTTTAATACCTTCATTCATATTAATATTAGCTATTCTTGTTGACCATAATACAGCCGAATTATTGCTACTAGTATTAATGGGTTGATTTATAATTGTAGTTTGTGCTAATGGATTAATTTGAGCAACAATATCATTAATTATTTCCACAGAATTTTCTATTGGTGCTTGTATTATTACTGGAATTGGTTCTTGACATAATGGAATATTTATATCATCATTGATGCATTCATTTAAATGATTATTAGTACAATTATTAGTACAATCATTCGCACAATCATTCGCACAATCATTCGCACAATCATTTATATAATCATCTTGAAATTGCAAATGATAATTTTTACCTAATTCTAAATTAATAACATCATTGTCACAAATATTTTCGCAATTATTTTCACAATTATTTTCACAATTATTATTTTCACAATTATTATTTTCGTAATTATTCTCACAATTATTTTCACAATTATTATTATTTTCAAATTGATTCATATTGTTTGTGTTATAATAATTTAAATAATCACAATATATATTATCGTTGGTTTGATAATTATTGGAATGTTGTGATGTATTACACATTTGATTCACTAAATTATTATTAGTATTATTATTATCATAATTTGGATTTATGTTTATGGAATAATCAGTGTTATTAATTATTAATGGTTCTTCATAGGAACCATTATCAACATTTGATTCCAAGTGAATATTATTATTGGTACAAGAATTATTATAATCGCAGTGTAAATTATTATTGCAATCATCAATACAAATATTATTACAATTATTTGAATATTTCCATTCTGATTCTGGATTATTATTTATCGAGCAAATTTTTACTTCACAACATTCTGGTTTACAACATTCTGGTTTACAACATTCCGGTTCACAACATTCTGGTTTACAACATTCCGGTTCACAACATTCTGGTTTACAACATTCCGGTTCACAACATTCTGGTTTACAACATTTTGTGTCACATAATAATTTTGCTAAATCACATAAATTAATATTAATTCTTGAACATTGATCAGAAATTTGTATGCTGTTCATTTTTTCATTTACACAATCATGATTTTTTTTTCCACAGTTACTTTTTTTTTGGCATGATTCATTTTCGGAATAATTATCGCTGTCACTACTATCACTATTAGAAGATGATATGTTGTCTATATGATTAATATTTTGTGGCATTCCATATGGATTAGATACATATTGTTCTGGTATGTTAAAATTTTCTAGATAAGTTTCATGATTTTCAGAATTATTATTTTCTGAATTATTATGTTTTTTATGTTTATGACATTTTTTTTTAGGTTTACATTTTTTACATTTTTTTTGTGAAATTTTATTTCCATGTTCATTCTGTGAACTATTGAAAGGACCATTGAAAGGACCATTATTAGGTCCATTACAAGGACCATTGAAAGGACCATTATTAGGTCCATTGATGGGTCCATTGAAAGGACCATTGAAAGGACCATTATTAGGTCCATTACAAGGACCATTGAAAGGACCATTATTAGGTCCATTGATGGGTCCATTGAAAGGACCATTGAAAGGACCATTAGGTCCATTACAAGGACCATTGAAAGGACCATTATTAGGTCCATTGAAAGGACCATTATTAGGTCCATTTAAAGGACCATTGAAAGATCCATTACAAGGACCATTAAAAGATCCATTATAAGGACCATTAAAAGGTCCATTTACAGGACCATTGAAAAATCCATTGATAGGTCCATTACAAAGACCATCATTTGAATCACTGCAATCACTATCAGAATATAAATTACAATTACCATTAAAAGGGCCATTACAAGGTCCTCCTACAGGTGGGGGACAAGGACCATTACAAGGTCCTCCTACAGGCGGAGGACAATTACCATTAAAAGGGCCATTACAAGGTCCTCCTACAGGTGGGGGACAATTACCATTAAAAGGGCCATTACAAGGTCCTCCTACAGGTGGGGGACAATTACCATTGAAAGGGCCATTACAAGGTCCTCCTACAGGTGGGGGACAAGAACCATTGAAAGGGCCATTACAAGGTCCTCCTATAGGCGGAGGACAAGGTCCTCCTATAGGCGGAGGACAAGGACCATTAAAAGGGCCATTACAAGGTCCTCCTATAGGCGGAGGACAAGGACCATTGCAAGGTCCTCCTACAGGTGAAGAACAAGGACCATTAAAAGGTACATTACAAGGTACATTACATGGTCCATTAAAAGGTCCTCCTATAGGAGGGGGACAAGGTACATTACACGGTCCATTAAAAGGTCCATTACAAGGACTATTGAATGGTAAATTGTACGGTCCACAAGTTTGTCCAAATAAATTTCCTGATACATAACAATTATTATTATTACATCCGCATGAATTATTATCACAATTACATGAATTATCATCTGAACAAGTATCTGAATAATCATTAGATGAACAAGGATATACAGGTAAATGTTTTCCTTTTTGTATTTGTTTTTCTATTTTGTTAATCCTTTTTTCATGATTATTTAATTCATTAACATGTTCTGCTAATGTTACATTAATATCAGCAACTTCATTTTCTAAATTAGAAACTCTTTGAGCTAAAGTAGAATTTCTTACTGGTTTTTTATTTTTTAAAATTTTTGGTATTCTTCTAATTAAATATCCTTCAGTTTCAATATTTCCATCAATTTTAATATTTGATGGAATATATGAATCATTACAACGACGCACACGTCTAATATTTCGACTCATTTATATCTATAGATAAGAGATAAATTTTAGGTATGAATTAATCGTTATTCTTTATGAAAATAATATTATTTTCATAAATATGTAATTATATATATTCGAATCATTTTGTAATAAATGATTTTACATTTACTATTGCAATAAATAATTTGTATAGCGTTATATTCAATGACTATCCAGATACTAAATTATTTATTATTTGTCCTATTATTTGATGTTTTATTATTTGATATTTTATTTGTCATGTTATTTGACTTGTGATTCGATGATTTATTATTCGATGATTTATTATTCGATGATTTATTATTCGATAATTTATTATTTGATAATTTATTATTTGATGATTTACTATTCGATAATTTATTATTTAATGGCTTATTCAATATTTTATTATTAGGATCTACAATATTATGTTCGTCAGAAATATTAGTTGTATTGGTATCTGTTTGAGAATTTATTATTTCCTGTGAATCATTTTCTGTTGGCAATTCATCTTTACTAATAATACCTTCATCAACAATATTGCGGATAATTTCGTCACATATATTTTTTCCTTTTTCTGCTTCTTTTTGCTGTTTTCTGTAAAATTCTATACAATCTTGTTTGTTTTCATCAAATATATTTTGTTCAAATGCTAAGTTTCTTATAAAAGTTTCTTTATATTCGAATGTTTTTTTATGTTTGTCATAATTATCAATATTAAACTCGATTTCAAGTTCATTATTTATTTGTTTTTTTTCTTGATTTTTAGTATTTAATTCAATGTTAAATTTTTCACGATCATCATCAATACCTTTAATAGATTTATGAACTAATAAATCTTCAATTTTAACATCTTTGACATTTTTTTTTATTATTCTATCTTTAATAATGCTTTTATAAGGAGCATTTGTCATTTCAAAATCATCAAATTTATTTTTAAGTATATTTTGTCGCATATTTTCTCGTATTTTATAATTGGATTCGACATCTTTATTGTCTTTTTTTATTTTTTGAGGTTTCAACATTTCTTCGATAATATTAAATTTTTTTTTAGAATTATTTTGAGCTAAAACTGGAATATTTGTTGGTATTTTGGATATTGGTATATTATTTTGTTGTTGTATATGACCCATATTATTTTGAACCATTTTATGATGTTGCACAAAATTATTTAAATTATTCATGACATGAACATTATTATTAATCAACTGATTATTTTGAAATGGTATAATATTTGGATTTTGAACTGTATACGTATTAAAACTATTAACCATTGGATTTTGATTTGCCAAATTATGATGCATTATATATTATTTCGTTTGGTATTATATATATTTATTTAACCGAATAAATAACATAAAAGACAACATAATAATAATTTTATAAATGAATTATTATGATATACTTGAAATAAATAAAAATGCCACATTACAAGATATAAAAAAATCATATAAAAAACTTGTTATTAAATATCATCCTGATAAAAATTTGAATAAAAATACTGTTAATAAATTTCAACAAATTCAAAATGCATATCAATGTTTATCTAATGATAAAAAACGAAAAGAATATGATGTTTCAAAATATATTAATAATACCAATATAAATTTTAATTTTGATATTAATGACTATCATAATATTATTACTGAAATATGTGGAAAATATGAATTGAATGAATTTGAAATAAAAGAAATTATGACAATATTTAGTGTCGAAAAATATGAAAAAGATATTGAAATAGGTGGTATAGATTTTGCATATAATAAATTAGTCGATAAATTATTAATTTATTTACCTAAATTTACTTTTAGAAAATTAAAACAATATTCATTTATGACACCAATAATAGATATTTTTTCCGAAATATATGATTTATAATCTTGATTTAAATAATTGATAAAAAATTTTATTTTAAATATAATATGCATATTATATTTAAAAGTATAAAAATCATACAAATTATAGAATACATATGGATAAATTATTAAATTATCAAATTGAACACGTTGAATCACTAAAAAAAACAATAGAAATACATGGAAGAGCATTAGATGCATCAGATACTGGTACTGGTAAAACATATACATCTATCGCCTTGTGTGCTGAAATGGGTTTAAAACCTCTTATTATTTGTCCATTATCAGTAATAGCCAATTGGAAAAGTGTTTTAAAATATTTTGGAATATCTTATTATGGGATAAGCAATTATGAATCAATACAAAATTGTACATATTATACACCGAAAAGTCAAAAAAATAAAATTAAATGTAAATATATTAAGCGCATTAAAAAAAAAGAAAATGATAAAGAAGATGATTATGATACAAAAGAAGCAGAAATTTTTTCAAAAAATAAAATAGCTACATTTACTTATTTATGGAAAAATATACCAGATGATTTTATATTAATATTTGATGAAGCTCATCGATGCAAAAATAAAAAAACTTTGAATAGTATATTATTATATACTGCATCTATGATCGATAATATGAAAATATTAATGTTAAGTGCGACTATTGCAGATAAGCCTGAAAAATTTGCTATTGCAGGATTTGTGTTAAAATTATATCCATCGATAAAAAATGCTATTAATTGGATATCCGAAATGGATCAAAATTATAGTCATGATATGATGGGTGTTCACAAAATAATATTTAATGAATATGGATCCAGAATGAAAATAAATAATTTAGGCAATTTATTCCCAAAAAATGAAATTTTTGCTGAATGTTATGATATGAACAATGCTGTTGAAATAGAAGAACAATATAAAATAATTGAACAAGAAGTGGAAAAATTAAAAAACAAAGAAGAAAATAGTGGTTGTGCTTTGTCTAGAATTTTATACGCCAGAATGAAAATTGAACAATTAAAAATTCCAACTATTATAAATTTAACCAAAAAATATTTGGCCGAGAAAAAATCTGTCGCTATTTTTGTGAATTTTTCAATGGCATTACAAACGATTTCTGATGAACTAGGAACCAAATGTGTAATTTGGGGAGAACAAACATCGGAAGATCGTGATAAAAATATAAATGATTTCAACACCAACAAATCAAAAATTATTGTTTGCAATATTAAAAGCGGAGGTGTCGGTATTTCATTACATGATACTATTGGTGATAATCCAAGAATATCATTAATTAGTCCATCGGATTCTGCTCAAGATATTATTCAAGTATTAGGAAGAATACATCGTGCAAATGGTAAAACATTAGTAAAACAATATATATTATTTTGTAAAAAAACAGTTGAGGAAAAAATATGCGAAAATATGAAAATTAAAATACAAAATATATCATCATTAAATGATGGAACCACTAATACTTATAAAATAAATGGTCTAATGGATGAAAATGATAATAGTGATATAGAGATGTCAGATTTACAAAAAACAATAAATAGGATGACTGTTTTAAATTATAGGAAAGAACGACTGATACAAGATTTAAAAGAAATTGATGAAGAATTACAATCGCTTGAAGCTATAATGAATATTTTATGCACGTAAAAATATTAAAATTTAATTAAAAATTAGTTAAATTTTAATAATTTGATATATTTTAAATTTCAACAATATTATTGTTGATATTATTTTCATCATAAACTTTTTTAAGCCATGTTTGTAAATTATAAAAATTAATAACATCATCATCTTTCATACCGAATATTTTTTTTATGTGTGTATCTGGTATAATTTCTTTTTTAGTTTTAGTGTTATACATTTTATTATCTGTAAAATATTGATAAATTAAGTTTGTTATTTTAGATCTTGGTAACATATCCTCTTTTATTTTTAATAATGATCTTAGTGATGCTGGTACAGGTTCTGGTTTATTAAATCCAGTTAATTTACCAGTATTAGATCTAGTATTAGATCTACTTATAGATTTAATTTCTTTTTTATGTGTTGCTCTTAATTCTCTAAAATCATTAATAAGTTTTTTTTGTTCCAAATAATTTTCACGAAGTTTTTCTATTATTGCTTCGGCTTTTTCATCAAAATTTTCAATGGATTTTGATTTAGATAATTTATTTGTTTTTCTATTCGAATTAACATTAATCAATAAATCATATTCATCAAATTCATCGAGTGATGAATTTGATTTAGTTTTCTTTTTTGATTTCATTATTTTTTTAGATTTATTTGTTTTAATATTTTGGTTGGTTTTTGACATGATACAACTATTAATGATGATACTAATCACCATTTTTTTAAATATGTTTATTTAGTAACTGCAATATAATTTAAATCAATATAAAACTCTAATAATTAATTAAATTAAGTTTATATAATGAATATATCTGATGATTTTAAATCTGCTATTAATGAAAAATTTACGACAAAAGAACAAAACATATTAGAAAAAAATAAGAAATTTTTTTCTACAAATAAAAAATATATAACAACAATGTTAAAAATTATAGAAGGCAAATCTAATATTTCAATACGCGTATTAGATTGGTTCGTGGCTAATTATTCCAAAAAAAATAATACAAGTTATAAAATAAATTTAAATGGTAAATGTTTAGATTTTAATGTTAATATCGAGTATAAAAATCAACTAAATGCATATTCTAAACAATATTTTGATCCTTTTTGTCGTAAAAAAAAGGTTGTATATGGATATAGAAGTACCGATGGTTCTGAAATTATAAATTTTATTTCTTCCATCGGACAACTAAATTTTTTTCAATGGGCAATTCGTAATAAAATTATTTGGTACGTTAAAAGAAATTTAATTAAAATAGAAAAAGATATGAAAGAAACTTCCAAATTAAACAAAGAAAAGAAATTAAACTCGCAAAGTAATACAAATAAGAGTGATAATATTAATAATGAATATAATGATGAAGCTGATCCAATTATATGTTCTTCTGATCGTATAAATAGTTTACATATAAGTCCAAATAGAAAAAATTCAAATACAAAAACAGATTCGGACACCAGAAATAAAAGACAACAATTATCCAAGTCTGTTTATGATTATGGAATCAAGAAATCAAATGCACCCATAAAACTAGATTTTGAGTAATTTTAAAATTTTATTAATATTCAATAAATATTAAATATTAATAATTTATTCTTGAAATATATTATCATCGTCTGAAATAACATTATTATAATTATCATTATTATTACCTCTTAGTCCAGAAATTTTTTTTTCTTCACGTTTGTGATTATAGCGATTTAAATTTGACTCTCGTTTGTTAGCTTCTTGGATTTTTTCCTTTTTGTTATCAAGATTTAAATTACGATTGGATTTTGTTGTATTTTTATTATTTTGTTTTGGTTTTTGTTCAGTGGCAAGTACAGAAATAAATTCATTATCTGAACCTTCCGATTCAGTTTCATCAAATTCATATTCACTTGCAGATTCCATTTTTTTTACCAATACTTTTCTAACAATAGCAGCTGGTGCAAATTGATTATCATTAATCCAAAAATCAGGTGATTCAATAATTAATTTCACCGAGTATGTTTCGTCTAAATTTTCGGGATTGAATACATTTTTATTTTCGTCAATAAAAATATTATCATTTAGTTCTAATGTCCATTTAATAAAATATACACCATTTTCCTCATCATATATACGAATTAATGATTTAATATTAACGTTATTAGGATTATTGAACCATTTATCAGTAGAATTATTATTTATTTGTTTAACCATCTGATCTTCTACCAAAGTCGAAATGCGATCTTCATAATTATCAATAAACTGATAATATCCCGATATTCTACTATGAGTATCACCTCTAAACCAAGTATCAAAATTATATAATTTAACGCTCAAATTCTCATTTACTTTCCTAAGTTTTTCTTTAACTTGAAGAAAAGGTGTTTGATATACTAAGCCAGGTTTATTTTCATTATAAATAGTAACTTTTTTGTTAACATTTTTAGAACCAATAGATATTTTATTCACATCTATTTTTGATATTTTTAAAGCTTTAACTATTTTTTTAGTGGACATGATATATATAATTATGCTATATATATAATTTAATAGATTCAAACGTATATTCTAATATAATTAATCGAACGATTAATTATATTAAATTTTAATTTAAATATTTCGATCATTCATCCAATCGAAATTATTTATTTTTCGAAGGTGATTTATTCTTAGACGCTCTTTTTTTGGGTTTAATTTCTTCCTCCTCCTCTTCTTCTTCTTCTTCTTCACTAACTACTTTTTTTGTTGATTTTTTTGAAGGTTTTTTAGTGGATTTCTTATTATTTTTAGTGGTAGGTTTTTCTTCTACTTCATCATCATCATCCTCCTCTTCATTTTTATGTTTTGATTTTTTAGAAGACGTTTTAACAGGTTCTTCTTCCTCTTCCTCTTCATTATTATCATTATCATTCTTGTTGTCATCTTCATCTTCTTCATCATCATCAAGTTTATTTTTCTTGGATTTAGGTGATTTTTCAACAACTTCATTATCATCATCCGAGTCAGAATCAAATTCAAGATCATCGACATTTACTCCTTTTCCTTTACTAGGAGTATAAGTAATTGCCATAACTTTGAATCCAACACCATATAATTTTTTACCTCCACCTTGAGGTTTGCTAGTATTGGCCCATACCTTAGTATAATAAAAAATGAATTTAATTTCTGATAAGAATCTAATATTATTAGCTACTTCTGTAATAGTATCTGCTCTGACAGAGACTTTTTTATCTCCTTTTAATTCTATCAGTTTAGTTTTATTAACTCTATTTTCTTTATCACCAATCATATTAAATTTCATTTTAATAAAATCATATCTCACTTTATTTTCTTTTGATTTTTTCTTATCATTATCATCGTCATCATCATCTTTTTCTTGAGGAGTTCTAATTATTGGTTGATATTGATAATCATCTGCTCTATTTTTAAAAATTTGTTTTCTCATTTTATTTGAACCAAAATATTCGTCTGCTTGTTCGGCATGTTTTCTTAATTCGACACATGCTGGTTGATTATTATCAAGAGGAATTTTAATAAATTCTCTTTTATCATCTGTGGGACAAAATTTCTCATGTATACCAGGAATACCATGATCAACTAGTTTAATGGTACCAGATTGTACAATTAGTTTTACTTCGTCATCAGTTTGAGGATCTTCATAATTTATATAACATAGAGGTTGACCTTCGCCTTTTTTAAGGTCAGATACTTTTACATTCTTAAAATCAACATTTTTATATCTAAATACCTTAACCTTTTTATTATTCTCGCTACTAGTAGGAGAAGATTTTGAGGTTTTTTTTATTACTTTGCTCATGTTAATTAATAATAATAATAGTATAAGTAGTCTTTTTAAATATATATTTTTTTTTTCAATTTTTTTTTGAATAATTATTTTTATGTCATTTGGATTATTTGTCTAAATTTAACTTATCGAAAAAATTGAAATATTAATTATATTTGAATAATTATAATTAATATTATAATATTAAACACAATCATGTCGGTCAATAATTATTCAAATACATCGCATATTTGTAAATCTATTCGAACTAAATATGAACCTTATTTACGATGTGTATTAAAAACCAAGCCAGGAAATAATTATTGTGCAATTCATATGTCGCAAAAACATATAATTGATTTTAACGAATCAATGGATCAACATTTATCATACATTGATAAATATTATCCTGAAATCAAAGAATCACATAATAATATTCTTTCGGTTATGAATTTAGATGATTTATTGGATTCTAAAGAAAAATTGCCAATATCCACAAGTACTGAACCCAATATTATTAAAAAAAATATACATAATAAAGAACAAAAAGCCCAAGTTGTCGAAAATATTTATAATGATAATCAAGATGATTTAGAGATCAAATTACTTGTTTTAATTAATGATGAAGAATATGCCGAAAAAATAAAAAAATTAATTGGACCAATATATGATGATGTCACAATGTCAGAAGATGAGTATGATCCAATTACATATGATGCGATTTGGACAATAAAAAATCACAATAAAATACCTGGAGATATTAACAAATATTATCTTTTTTCATACTTGGATTCAAATGATAAAATTAGATGTTTCACTTTATTTTCAATAAAAGATATGCTGGAAAATGAAAAAGATGATTATAAACATCCAATTACTCAAGAATTAATTCCTGATATTGATATTCAAAGAGCCAGAGATCTCATAAATATTTATAAAACAAAAATTGGATTATTTAATGATAATTATAATACACATTATTCTGATGAATATAAATTAAAATGTAGAATTTCTAAACTTTTTAAGAGGTTCCACATCCATAGTATTTTTATGGAAGAAAAATGGTTATTATCAATAGATAATCAAACTAAACTAGACAAAATAATAAGTGAAACGAAAAAATTAATTGATAGTAATATTAAAATTATTAATCCGAATCTCAAAAAAAATACTATTTTTATCAAATCCAAAAATAAAAAATCAAATAATTCGGGTGAGACAATATTATCGATCCATCAATATATTGTTGAACAATGGGAAAAATTAATTGATTCAGCTGATACACCCAATAATCAAATTCCAATTTGGATTATTATTTCTGGTTTATCATTTGCAGTGCCTGAAATTAAGAAAAAATTTCCCGATCTAGATATCATTATTGGATAATTTAATTATTCTTTTTAAATTAAAGAGAATAACTAAGTAAAATTATATTTCTATTATGGTTTGATTATGTAATGTTATTTTTGGATTAAAATCTAAATTAAATTTTTGATTTGTGTATTGATTTGTATATATTTTAGGATTTTCATTATTAATATCCATCAAGTCTATTTTTAAACCAATTCCATACTTATAACTATTAACCCACACATAATCATAATAAAAAATTAATTTAATTTTACTATTTTCTGTCAAACATGAATATTTATTATTGTCAAGATGTAAATGATATCCTTTATACTTGGATTTATTATCTGAAAGTGTAGATTTACAAAATATACCATTGTTCAAAATATGAGTCAATGATTTAATTTCTTCATTTTTATTATCTGAAGTTTTAAGTTTGCACTTAAAATAATATCTTTCTATACCAATTTCATCAACATATTCATTTTCATCTTCATCTTGTTCATCAATTTTTTTCTTAACAATAGGTTCATAAGATAATTTTTTCGAACTAGAAAAATTTTTTTGAAAATTATCCGATCCAAAAAATTCATCCATTTTCTTAAAATGATTATAAAGTTTTACCAAAACAGATTGTTTTTTATCGAATAAAATTTTAATACCAAAATTACTGTCAATAAAAATATTTCTGGTCAATGTAATATTTGTAGTTTCAATCATTAATTTTTTATTGTTGTGTAAAAGTCCATAAAAATCCATGCATCCATGAAAATTAAATGGACTATTAATATCCAATTTATCTATATTATAGAGATCGTCAACATTTTTCGCAATGTATTTTTTTTTGTCAATAAAATATATTGATTGCATAGTTAATATTTATGTAATTATTAATAATTGTATAAATATTAATTTGATTTTAATAAATCAATTTTTTTCATGAATTGAGTTTTTTCTTACGAATTAAATTATCAATTGCTGATTTTTTCTTAACAATAATATTTGATGTTTCTACAGGTTCTTCTTGTAGAGTATTTTTTATTTTAATATGATCAAGTAATAAATCAAAACATCCTGTTCCACCATTAATAAGATTACCGACCATAATTCTAGCCGATACACTTCTAATATGATCAGTTTCTCCAAATGCAGCAGCTGCCAATAATTGTTCAACGGTTTTTTCGAAACTGGCTCTTGAAAATGGATCAGTATCAAGTTTATTAGCACCATGTCTATTTACTGCAATTAAACCTCCCATATGAGTGACTGCATCTGCTAGAATTTCAACATGTTGATAATTACTGAAACCACCTGAACTTTCTATGGCAATATTAAATTCTTTAATAAAAGCAGTTCGTGCAGCTTCAACACCATATGTTTCATATATTGTGACAATATCATTACATTTTGTTTCTTCAAGATTAATACCATTAATTTGTGATATTTCTGATAAATTAATACCCTCTGTTACAACAATGAAATGTTTCTTATTAACAACATTACCTTGTTCATCAAAATCAATATATGATTCTTCCAATATATTATTACTTTCATTAATACCTGATATACCTTTTATTCTATAAGTATTGATAATCATTTCTTGAAATTGTACTAAAGTATTAAAATTATAATTATTAGCATCAAATCTAATATGGACAATAGGAACTGGACTATTATCATAATTACTGACAATTCCACATTGTGTTATTTTTTCAATAACTTTTCTATATTCTTTCTTAGAACCTTTACTATCTTCAAATCTATTAATCCAGTTACGACAAAAACTTGTTTTTATTTCTCTCATTTCTACATTGCGTTCAATCATTTTTTCTTTTGAAAGAACAATTCTTAAAATCCATGGTAATCCACTAATATCTTGTTGACAACCTGATTTTCCTTGTGAATCTCCAAATATATCATCTACACCATCACGTTGCATAATACTATTTTTTGAATTAGGATCTGGATCATAATATATATCTACTTTTTCTACAACATCACGAATTGTGGTGTATTTCAAATATGATGCAATTTTACTAACAATTTGTTTGTCGGTATGATATTTATCTTCAAAAACTATTTCCATGACTGGTGTTTTAATATTCTTACTAATACTAAGTAATTCCTTAACACGAACTAAACCACCAGATACGGTTTTACCAGTACCTGATTTATGGAAAGATTTCAAATTTGTTTGAGTTACTGGTTCTCCAATACTTTGTGCACCAACAAATCCAACCATTTCACCGCCTTCAACTTTAGCCAACATAATTGTTTTTCCAAAATATTCAACTATTTCATCAAATTCTTCGTGTGATAATTTATATATATTTGTACATTTTTTGGGTGTCAGAATATCATATAAATAAATTTTAAGCAAAAATTTAATTCGTGCCTCATCTTGTTTCTTAATTATTGATTTATTTTCTCGATATTTCATAATTTTACTATAAGATCCTGAATACATGTCCTTAATTCGCTTTAATACATAATATGGATCAACTATATCATTATTTGATCTATTTTCACGATTAATAATATTTATCACATATTGTTGTATATCAACGGGTAACATATATGTTTCTCTAAATGCTACAGATGAAATATTAACTGATTTTTGTATTTTTCTTAACCGATCTCTCATAGCAACTAATTTTCGGTAAAGTTTTTCATTTAGATCATTTGTATAACGTTTATTAGTATTTTTGGCAATATCGCGTAATTCATTGGCATCATATATATATTCTTGTCTAATTTTATCATTATTAGCGGAAATTAAATTAATTTTTTGTTCGATTTGATTTTCAGTATTAATACCATTATCACCATATACACATTGAATTAATTTGTCATTGGCATTTCTTACGGTACCATCATACTCTACTTTAATGTCTTCTAACATTTTAACTAATTTTCTTTGGATATAACCAGTGTCTGCAGTTTTAATTGCAGTATTAATAATACCTTCTCTTCCTGCCATAACTTGGAAGAAAAATTCCATAGGATTGAGTCCAGAAATAAATGATCCAAAACAAAATCCTCTTGCAGAAGGACTATCATCATGTTGTGCAAACATAGGTAATGTTCTATTATTAAATCTTTTTTGAATTCGTTTATCTTCGACAATAACTTGTCCAATACATCCTGCAATCTGTGCAGCATTCATAGCTGTTCCTGAACTTCCCGATGAAATGGCAATATACAAACCATTTTCATGATCAAAATTGTTCATTACAGCTTTTTGAATTTCATTAGACAAAGATTTCAAATTTTCTTGCAAAGTAATTTCGAATGCATCCTTTGTCATTATATATGGATCATTTTCATATTCTGTAATAGATTTAAGCGCTTCTTTTCTTTTAGTTTCAACAATTTCATAAACATACTTATTTACATCAGAAGAAACGATCATATCTTTGATGCTGACAGTATATCCGTATCTCATCAAGAATTGTAGAATCATTCTTTGTAAATCATCAATAAAATTTTGTGTTTCTTTACTTCCATATTGAAACCATATTTTTTGAATAATTGAACCAATTTCTGGTTTGGATAAAACTCCATCTAATAGTTCTCCATTTTTTATTCTAAGTTGATATTCTCCATTATCCTTACGTCTAATAATATTGACTCCTTTCGGAATAATTTGAGAATATAAATCTTTTCCTGATATTTTACCAGTTTTTGGTATTGTGTTATCTAATTTAACACTAGTTGCCATAATAATACTCATAGCATCTTGGCAATCTATTTGCATGTCATTTGTTGTTTGTACATAAGATCCCATAAGGGTATCTTGTTTAGCATTAATAGCTATTTTACTAGTTGCTGGACTTACGAATCGCCTTGCAGCATTTGCTATCAATAATAATTCTGCTACTGTTTGAATTGTTTGAGGTATGTGAATGTTCATTTCCACGAATACCAATCTCGACTAATCATTTACTATTAGTGTCATAGATCCTATCATTACATCTGTGGCATGACAGATTTACATGATAGCACTTTCTCAAGTGGGGTTAGACTGTACCTTAAGCTTATTAAGCCCACACCTTACCAGTCGTTGAGATGCGTAACTATAATATAAAATATTATAGCCTTGTCACCTGCTGATTGTCTCTATTTACAAGATTATTACCCGAGTGTTCTTTTCACTCTTAACGCTAAGGTGTTACCTTAGAACGCTTGGTACTTGTAACCTAACGAGATGTTCCAGCATCCAGGTATGTCGCCGAATTAATAGATTCTGCCATTTACACCTATTAATTGACTAGCAGAGTGAAGAATCCACTATATGTGGCACTCTACTGGGACCAAATGTTAATCCCCGTCGAACGTATTTGTTCTGGGTTATATAATTATCCACTAACTTTCGCTAATGGCCGGACTTTACCTTAAGCCCTAGACGAATCATCTAGAACCCACTGCCGTCAAGTCTCTGAACCTTCTTGTTATTGATCAATCAATTAACAAGCTTGGCTGCGGATTGCCCATTTCATTGTATGATTATTAATAAAAATAAATTAGATTTAGAATTGATAGATTAGATTATAATTTTTCAACACGATTTCCAGATCTTTTACTTCCGGAAATATTTTTTCTTCTATCACGCTCAGCTTGTCTTTTAAATTCTTTTAATTGTTTTTGAGCTTTGCATAATTTAGATTCCATAGATTCAGACATAGATAAAAATGCTTTATTGTACAATTTATCATATAGTTTAATTTGCACAAAATATCCTTCTCGTAAAGATCCATTTGGTGCTTTCGAAGAACGATAATATATGTTTACTGGTAATTTTTTGGTATTATTACTTTTCCGAAGAGCTCCATTTTTTGCTCTTTTAACATTGGATTCTGCTTTATTTGATTTGTATTTTTCTAAATGCTTGATATTATCTGGTTTTTTTGATCCAACAAAATAATTATATCCATGATCTGGATCAGATGTATTATGTAATTTAATTAATTTATGTTCCCATTTGTCCAAGTATTTTTTATCACAAACATGTAAAGTAAATACAAACCAATCTTCAATATTGGAATCTCGCAAGGCTTGATAAAAAATAGGACATTCATTACAAGCTAATATACTATCTTTATTGGACCAATGCCTTTTAAATCTTCCGCGAGCTCCATATAACATAGGTTTTTTTTTACCGTGTTTAACATAACTACAAGCTTTACCAATATATGATTTATTGGTTTTTACATTATAAATATCATATATAACACCAGTATCTTTAGTTTCTTTAAAATATTTATCTCCATTCGCATCTTGATCTATTTCTGGAATAATATCATTAAGTAATTTTATTTTTTTCATTTTATCTAATTAAATCTATGTATTACTAATAACGTAATAAATTAATCTTTCAATATTTCTAATTTAAATTTTTAATCTACATACAATTCACCTACAACGTTTTTACCATACCTCCGGTTTTTCTCCTGAGCCATCATAATATCACTATTACGACTTGGTAGTTGTAGTTTTAGGGGTTTCCCGCAATTTGACAATGTCGCTCATTATAACATAGGTCTATATAATGAACTAGGTGGTTATATTTGTAATTTAGATCTTACAAGTTGATTTTACACTGTTTTATTATAATGGTAAATCAACAACCATTATAGCAGCCACCTGTTGCTGACTTCGACTCTGGATGAGAATCTGTACCAATCAGCATTATAAGGATCTGTTACACTCACATTGACTCGGAATGTTAACAAACTTAGGTCTTCAATAATTTGACATTTGTGACCCATCATGGATAATTTGTGAAGTGAAGGTTGTCTGTTAAACAATATAATATCACCATTCACTAAATGTCTTTTAACAATATCACCTGGCTTTAAAATAATTGTTTTTTCCACATATTTTAAATGATAAATATGTTTTGCTTCATTGCCATGATTATCTATAATACTTTTAATAACAAAATTAGCTCCTGGATATACACGACGTCCATTTTTTACTAATTGTGTTAAATATTCAATGTTATGTTTTGTCACAATTTCATCAAATGTTAAATTCATTGCAATAATTTGTGGTAGTCCCACTTCATTAAGAGCAATATTTGGATCCGAGGTAATAACTGTACGACCTGACATATCCACACGTTTTCCCATAAGATTTCCACGAATTCTACCTTCTTTACCTCGTAATCGTGACGACAAATCTTTTGTTAATTTTTTATTTTTTTGCTGTGATCTTGGTAATCCTGATATATCGTTCGCAAAAAATGTTGCAACATGATATTGTAATAACATAAAATCATCATTAACACTATATTTTACCAAAGAACCATCTCCTTTGGAATTTTTTAAATTTTCGTTATTTTTGATAATATCTACTAATTTATGAGTTAAATCGTCATCCATTGTTGATGATGATAATATTTCCATTTTAATAGAAGGACGAACTTGTACAGGCGGAACTGGAAAATTAACAATAATCATATCTTCAGGTCTTGATTTATCAGGATCAAATCCCATAATTATACAATCCTCATTAGATACTGACTTGAGTATATCATAACACAGTTGTGGAGATAATATTTGTGGCGACCTTTTCTTAAATTCACCTGTTTCATCATATTCATCATTTTTTTTAACAGGTTCAGCAAGAAGAAATATATTACCATTTTTCTTTTCAATAGCTATTTTATGCACAGGAGTACCACAACCATATCCATCTTTTTGACAATGTGTTATTCCTTTACAAATTGATCTAATTTCGGCAAATCTTTGTTTACCATGTTTATCCCTCAATAATTTATCTATAGCAGCTTCATTACGATGAACTAATAATTTATTACATCTAATACAAATACAACTTAATATATTTTTTACAAATGGTAAAAAACCAGTATGAAAAACCGGTTCCACAAATTTAATATGTCCAAAATGTCCTGGGCATTTTAATGCAGTTTCGCCACAAGTACCACATTCAGATTTTGATTCAGTGACGCCTAGTCTTCTATCAATGACACCACCTTGAACGGGTTCATTATTATTTTGAATTTCAGCTACAGTGATTCCATTTGGATCACTAATCGCGGAATATTTAATGACATCATTATTACCATAAATTCTGAATTCAACAGCGGTTATGGGTTCAACTGTATCCACTATCCTAGAATAAGTGTTTTTATTTGTCTCCATTTCCAAGGTATAATAATAATATCGATTTAAATTTTATATTAAATAACACTTATTATATGTGTATTATTTTTTCAATTTTATTTGCAGTTATTTACTAGAGAATCTAACAACTATATAATTATATTTATTTTCGAACGAAGATATATATAATGACAAGTGTTTTTTTCCGTCTTTCTGACAATAATTTTTTAGAAGCATCAAGGACTCATGCTAAATATAAAGATTTTGCTCTAAGAATTGTAACTTATAAAACTGATGGAGCACATTTTATATATTTACCAGATGTATCATTAAATGAATTGAGTATATTAGCCAGCATAATGCAAGCACAATTAGTAACAGGAATTTCTAATTATAGATATTTATATTATTATTAATAATTATGTGATGTATATATCATTTAATTTTACCATTTCTATTGGTATGGTTTGATTTCTAAATGGTTTTAATGTAATAATATTAATATGGGTACAAGGTATATTTAACATTTTTGTTATTTGATGTAAATTAGATATAGATACATCTGGATAATAATCTGCATTCATTTTATAATTATCAATAATAGCAAGATCTTTATCACATGGTATATCATTATTCATAAATATTACATTTTTCCTTTTTGGTTGATCATACTCCAATAATCCTATGGCTGGAGCATAATCGGATATTTCTGAAATATCTCCTTGGAAAGCAAAATGATTTATTCCTGTTATATCATATCTTTTGATATAATATATTCCATTTTTAAATTTAGATAAATTAATACCAGAATAATAATTAAATGTTATATTGTATTTTTTTAATCCATCAATAAAATAAATAAAACATATTTTTGGCACAATACTAAAAAAGATATTCCATAATAAATTTTGTATATTGTATATTACTAAAAGTAAATTTATTAATATTGTTATTAACATAGTATTTTATATTATGTTAATAATCCTTTTAAATGTTTTCGAACTTAGTATATATAAATGTCATTATGCACATTGGGTCAAATTTTATTAATAATTATTTACATTATTTTAATATTATCTATACCATTTTTTCTTGATTATTATTTACAATCTAAAAAAATAAAATGCATACAAGAATCTGTATTAAAAGATGCAAAAAAATTATCTTCCAATAATAATAAACCATTAATTGTATTCAATAATCGAGAACAAGGTTTTGTCATTGATAAAAATCAAACAGAACAATTTTCTGGCAACATCGAAGATATATTACCAGAATTGGCTGATAATAGTTGTATATTAATATTATACGAAATTTTAGAATATGTTGATGATCCAGAAAATATTATAACTAACACTCGACGAGTATCCGGAGATAATTATTTTATTATCAATATAACTAATAATTCACCCAAAACATATTGGGATTATAGAATAAAAAATATTATGAGTAAATCACAATATCACAATGATAATACTATAACATATAATAAATTATCAAATATCCAGAAAAAAACACAATATATATATAGATATTTGTTTAAATTATTTCCAGATCAATATGTTCGTCAAAATATTGAATTATGGACTGGTGGTAAATTAATAAATAATTGAAATAAAATTGATATACAATAACAATTTTATTTAAATAATAGACATAATAATTAGTATAAAGAATATGACATACTACGAGACTATTGTAGATAAAGTGGACAAAAAGAAAAATCTACCATGGATAGAAAAATATAGACCAAAAGATATGAATCATATTATTTCTCATGAAGAAATAACATTGGCATTAAAAAGTTTTATTGAGACAAAATCTTTACCTCATTTATTATTTTTCGGACCATCTGGTTCTGGTAAAACATCAACAATAAAATGTTGTGCCTCTAAATTATACGATAAGTATACTGATTGCATGATATTAGAATTAAATGCATCAAATGAACGTGGTATTGAAACTGTTAGAACTAAAATTAAAAATTTTGTATCAAGTAAAAATACTATATTTTTGCCAATGGAATTAAGAAACATATTTAAACTAGTAATATTAGATGAAATTGATTCCATGACAGTAGAAGCTCAAGGAATGTTAAGACAAACTATTGAGAAAAATAGCAAAACTACACGTTTTTGCTTGATATGTAATGACATAGATAAAATAAATTTAGCTTTACAGTCAAGATGTTCACTTTTTAGATTTTCACCACTTGGTGATAATGATATGTATAAACGTCTCAAAGATATTTGTAAAATTGAGAATGTTAAATATACTAAAGGAGTAATCGAAGCCATTATTAATATTTCCAAAGGAGATATGAGATCAGCTATAAATACTTTACAACATGTTAATTTAACGGTTAATGATATGATAACAGTTAATGATGTTTATAAAATTTCAGGGCATTGCATGCCAGAAAGAATTTTAGAAATATTTAAAATATCAATGAATTTGTCAAAAAAACAAAATAATTTGTATGATTTTGTGGAAAAAATTACAAATATTGTTGTAGAAAATAATATTACTATTTTTAATCTTTTGGCAGAATTAAAAAATATTGTAATGGAATCTAAATTAACTATTAATCAAAAAATATATTTAATTGATAATTTTGCTAAAAATGAATATTATGATGCAGTTAATGTAGATTCAAAAAATATACTTATGATATTAGCAAGTTTATTTATTAGTGTAAATGAATATCAATAATTACTTCAATATATATATTATATATATCATTATATATATATCGATGAACAATCAATATAAAATTAATAAATATATATCAAAACTTAACAACTCGAATAATTCGGAAAAAAATAAATTATACCAACAAAAAATAAATAAATATTTACAAGAATATCAATCAATTTATAATAATAAACCAGTTCCTGCAACTCAAGAAAATATATCCAAACTCATTGAAAAAAATAATAATAACTATTCTGATACAATAACTGCATTTGGTTATGGTACAATGGATAAACAAAATCCTATTGAATTACTTGTTTTTGAAAGAAATAAACCAAAACAAAATGAAGTATTAGTGGAAATATTATACACAGGTATTTGTCACTCAGATTGGCATAATATTGTCGGGGAATGGGAATCAGAATACCCAGTTATACCTGGTCATGAAATAGTTGGTCGCATTATTGATATTGGTAAAAATGTTAAAAATATTAATTTTAATGATATTGTAGCAATTGGTCCAACTATTGATTCTTGTGGATTTTGCGCAAGATGTAATGATAAAAGAGAACAATATTGTTTTAATGAAGCTACGGAAGTATACGGTACAAAACAAAGATTACCAGGTGATATTAAACCAAGTGGACCAATTACTTATGGAGGTTATTCAAATATCATAACAATCAAAGAAAAATTTGTCTATAAACTACCAAAAAACTTGGATATTAAAGGTTGTGCACCATTAATGTGTGCTGCCGCAACAACATTTTCTCCTTTAAAACAAATGAAAATTGGACCAGGATCTATTATTGGAATAGTTGGAATTGGGGGTTTAGGACATATGGCTGTAAAAATTGCGAAAGCTCTAGGTGCAAAAGTGATAGCATTCACTCATACTGAATGGAAAATAAAAGATTCTATTAAAAATTTAGGCGCAGATGATGCTATATTAACAACCAATTTTGAGCAAGTATCGAAATATCGCGCCAAACTTGATATGATATTAGATACTATACCAACTGCACATAATTTAGCACCATATATTGAATTATTAAAATTAAATGGTACATTATGGATATTGGGTGCATTATTTCCAACTCCATTGGATATGAATAATTTGGCATATAATAATTGTAAATTAGCTTCATCAGTTATTGCCGGTTCTAATGAAATTCATGAAATGTTAGAACTATGTAGTAAATATAATATTACAGCAGATGTTGAATTAATAAATGCTGATAATATTAATCAAACAAGAAAAAATTTATTAGAAAGTAAGGTAAAATATCGTTATGTTATTGATATGAAATCTTCAATGAACAAATTACAATGATAATAAATATAAATTTATATTTATTATCATAATGATTATGCAATCATCTCAGCAATTATAGCTGGACAGGGATAATAATCTTCAATTATCACATCATCAAAAACATAATCTTCAATATTTGTATGTTTTGTATTAAAACTTAATTTGGGTAATTGACGTGGTTTTCTCGATAATAATTTGTCAACAGCTCCAGAATCAATATGTTCTTGATAAAGATGAGCATCACTAATACTATGAATTAGTGTACCTGGATCCAAATTACAATGATGAGCTAATATATATGTTAATAATGCGGCGGTTGTTGTATTCCATCCCAATAATACATCCCAACTTCTTTGCAATAAATGACAATTTAATTTTCCAGTTTTTCCATCAGAATTAGGTTCGTCGTAAACATCAACACCGAAATTATATATAATATGACAAGGAGGTAATGCCATTTTTTTAATGTCGACAGGATTCCATAAACTTATAATTATTCTGCGATCATTTGGATTATTCATAATAGCATCAATACAATTATTTAATTGATCAATTCCTTGATCATGATAATCTGTTTTACAATTATCATATTTGGCTCCGAAATGTCTCATTTGAAATCCATAACCGGGGCCAATATCTCCCGCCTCATAATTCAAATTATTACTTTCTAAAAATTCTTTTGTCGAATTTTTATCCCAAATATGTACACCTACTTTTTGTAATTTATCAACATCAGTTTGCCCACGTATCATCCACATTAATTCTTCGAATATTGCTTTGGGATAAGATTTTTTTACAGTTTGTAAAGGATATCCCAAAGATAAATCATATTGCAATTGATATCCAAATATAGATCGTGTCATACCATTTCGAGTTTTCTTTATAGTACCTTCGGATATTATTTTATTGACAAGATCTAAATATTGATTTTCCTGAAATGGAACAAAATATTCAACCAATTGATTAGAATTTTGATCACATTTATTTTGTAATATTTTTCCGATAGATTCAAAAAATTTCTTTGTCATATTAAAATAACTATACAAATAATCAATGATACAATTAATAATCATATAAATAATCATAACAAATTTAGATAATTTTTGTATTCGAGACTCGGATATTATATTTTTTTTTGGTATTGATATCAAATTGATTGATTGTAAAGAATATACTTCATGATATATACTTGAAAAATCATTGTTATTAATTCGATATTTTAAAAAATTCATTTTAATATTTTTTCCGACATCATGTATCATATTTTCACTTTCAATTTCAATATAATTTTTTTCCACAGCATCATTTAATTGTTTATGTGTCAATGGAAAATAAATACGTCGATCGGATTCTATTGTATAATTTTTTTGTATATGTGTTAAATATATATTCTCAAGATTTGGATGCCGAAGAGCCAAATCATATATTACTCCTCCTCCAATTACAAAAATATTATTAATATTTTCTAGATGAGAAGCATATTCTATTGCTTCATTAAATGTTGGAACATATTTGATATTCTGATATTTATCATTCGGTTGTGAATCTCGTGTTATAACAATATTATAACGTTTCATATTTTTCCTATAAGCATCTGATAATGTTTTCCAAGTATTATGTCCAATAATACAAGCATTAATTTCATTGGACTGTGAAGTTGCAGTTGTTATTTTTCTGAAAAAATTCATATCATCTTTCAAATAAGGCCAAGGCATATTGCATTCACCATATTCTTGCGTACCTATTAAATTATCATTATTTGTTGCAACAATAATACTAAATTTTTTTAAACTTGTCATTTTTTTATAATTATTTCAATATGTTTAGTTTATAGATATGTTTTTATATTTTCAATTTTTTTAAAAAAAATTGAGAACTAAATAATATACGATAATACGACAACAAATATAAAGACAATATAATAAATATACATAGTGGTATATGAGTAACGATTCTGTAATTACCCACAATAATGATAATATTCCAAAGCAAATATCACTTGTTGATATAAAATTGCCAAATGAATGGGTACTTTATTTGTATGACAAACAGTTATTTAAAAAAATGGCTAATCGTGCTAATTTTCAAGCTAAACCTCATAAAGCATTATGCACTATTAGTACTGTCAATGATCTTATATATATATTAAAATTAATGGATTGTGATAATACAAATAAATCCAAAATAACATCAGAGGTTGAGAAAAAAAAGAATTTAGATATTAATGATTATATTATTATGAGAAAAGGAATAGAACCAATTTGGGAAGATCCAAAAAATTCAAATGGTGGTACATTTACTATTAAAATGAATCACAATAAAGGTTATGAAGTTTGGAGTTTATTCGTGATGTATATCATGGGCGAAACTTTGACAGATTATGATATGGATAATATTAATGGTATTACGGTATCATATATTTCTGATGCTTATAATTTTAATGCATCCACTCCTCGTCAAAATATAAGTAGTTTTACTTATATTAAAATTTGGGATGCCAAACCTAATAGAACTCGTGATGAATTTATTAATATTTTGCCTGTAGATATTATTAATAAAATTAAACAAGAATCAATTATGTATTCACAAAATAATAAAAAAAAGGATTTTAATGAACAAAATATTATTAATAAATTAAATTCTAATAGAGGTCATGGTAGAGGATCTAGAGGAGGTTTTTCGAATTATAATAAGAAAAATCGTCGAGAATATTAATTTACAAAATTAATTTAATTAATTTATCTGATTAGATAAATTAATTAATGATTGACTAATAATTTATATTTTTCGCAATAATTCTTATTATTGGGCTTCAATGATGATCCTAAAATATATCCTGTTATATTTAACAATGGTGCAATGATATATCTTGGTGTTATTCCAAAAAATGGTTTTATGATTTCGATTACAACAGATATTATTATTATTAAAAAATATTTATCGGGAATTATCAATCCTACAATAAAATAAATAAATGCTTGCATCATTGACCATCCATTAATATCACCTTCTTGGCAAGTTTTTTCTCCAAAAGCACATTTAACGGAATGTGGTACTTCCATAATTTTAATATTATTTAGAAGATCGCCATATTTGCTTGCAAATAAATAATTATATATTAACCATACAAAAACTATAAATATAATTAACAATATCAGATTACGGATATATCCACTTATTATCATTTATATAATATCAAAATATAAATATTAATTTATTCTAGTATTATTTTTAAATATAAAATGGATTATTTGCTCAAATAATTCACAAATATATGTTTTTTATTATTAGTTAATATGGAAAATATTGGTGATTATGATATGTTTTGTAACGAATTAACCGTATTGAATATCAATTTTAAAAATAAACTACAAATATGTAATAACGATCATAATTTAGATTTATTGAACAAAATATTTGATGTAGATATTACTGGATACACTTGCCAAAAAAGTTTATTAACACTATTTGAATCAGATTATGTTTGTGAATTTATTGACGGCAAAATTACCCAATTGACAAAATATCAAATATTAATAAATTTAGGTTCATATTCTGAATCTGATATTTTAGTTGGTCAAATTCCCGAAAATTATGATATTAATAAATGTTATTTTTATGGAGATTATTTTATTTTTCATCCAAAAAATATTATTTATTGTGATTGTAATGAAAAATGTTGTGCCATAAATATACTAATGACTAAAGAAACATGGTGTAATAAATGTGGAGGACAATTAAATGCCAATATTTTGTGGAATTTGGTGCAAAAAGAAATAAATTTTTCAAACATATCAAAAAATTCTGTTTTGTACATAAGAAAAATAAATGAGGATGTTGATTTGAATGATATTATTTGTCTTCAAAAAATATCAAATTATCTAGATGGTGAAAATTATAAAATAAAAATATTGCAAAAAAGAATAAATGATATCAATGAAAAAATTAAATATTATACTGAATATATGAATACAAGAAAAGAATACAATGAATTAATTATTTATAATTTACTAAATAATAAGGGATGTCAATTAGATGAATTTAATGTTTTAACAGATGAAATAAATAAAAAAATTGAATTATTGAGTTCTTGACCAAGTATGTCACTACCAGTATAATTAAAGAATAGTTAAAATGAACAACATAGATTCGCATTATGATACACTATATAAATCTAATTCCCAAGTAAAAAATTTTAATTTAATCAAATATTGTTTGGAAAGTAATAAACAATATTTGAATCAAATTAATGATATAAATTTAGAATTAGAATTGACTCAAGTCCAAAAAAATATGGATCTGATAAAAAAATATAATCAAGAAATAGAAGATAAAAAAAAACTTTTGATTGATTTTATAAACTATTAAATTATTATTATAACTAATACTAATTTAATAATTAATTGTTCTCATCAGATTGAATTTTAATCTGACTAATATATTCTTGATTCAAACCAGAATTTTTCCACCAATCAATAGATATTTTAATATAAATATTATCTATTTTTGCATGTTTAGAGTGTTTAATTTCCAAACCAGATTTTAACCACGCATTAAGTATATCAATATATTCATATTCAAATGCTCGATCTATACTCTTATGTGTATATTTAAGAGGTAAACCAGAATTAAACCACCATTCCAAAGTTTCAATCTCCCCTGTAGAACAAGCATCATCAATAGCCACACTACTATATCTTAATTCAAGACCAGAATTTTTCCACCATTCTAATATTTTAATACCAGGTATACAATCTAACGAAGCTTGTGTATATTTTAACTCCAACCCAGAATTTTTCCACCATTCCAATACTTTTACATTATACGCATTATCCATACTATAATTTGAATATTTCAATTCAAGACCAGAATTCTTCCACCATTCCAGTGCGCTTATTATTCCGTGATTACAACATTCATCTATCGATTTGTTGCTATATTTAAGTTCTAAACCAGAATCAATCCACCAATTTAATATTTCAATATCTCCATTATACGAGGCATTATCTATTGATTTATTACTATATTTAAGTTCTAAACCCGATTCAATCCACCAATTTAATATTTTAATATCTCCATTATCAATAGCTTCATTATCATATTTAAGTTCTAAACCAGATTTAATCCACCAATCTAATATTTCAATATCTCCATTATATGAAGCATTATCTATTGATTCATTGCTATATTTAAGTTTTAAACCCGATTCAATCCACCAATTTAATATTTCAATATTTCCATTATCCATAGCTTCATTATCATATTTAAGTGCCAAACCTGATGTTAACCACCAATTTAATATTTCAATATCTCCATTGAAACAAGCTTCATTAATACTTATAGCATTGTATTCTAACATGATGTTATTATTAATCCACCAATTTAAAAAATCAATGTTACAATTTATGGATGCTAAATCAACAATATGTTTATTTTTAGTTATATCCAAATCTAATTCTTGGTAAGTATTATAATCAAATAAATCATAACTTTTTCTTAAAATTAATTTTTTTGCATATCCTTTTTTACGCTTGAAAATATTTTTATCGCCGATTGTATCGACTAATAATAATGTAGTTCCATTATTATACAATAAATCAATGTTTTCTATTTTAGAAAATGTCATGTCCACATAAGATGTAACTATTGTATAATCATCTACTTTTTTGTAAGTAAATTGATCATCATATCCAATTGTTACATACATTTATTTATTTATCTATTAATAAATTAATAGATAAATAAATAAATCAGATTAAAAATATTCAATATTTTTATCAATAATTTTTGTTCCAATAATAATTTTAATTATTTCCATTTTCAATAGGCGATAAGAAAACATACATTTTACCTAGAGTTGCAACAGATATGACTAAAACTAATGGAAAATCATTTTTGAGATATAATTCTATGGTATTACATAGTTTATTACATTTACTAAATCCAAGTAAATTTCTTAATTCATACATCCCCTGAACAACTTGATTTGTATCTTTCCCCGCAGAATTATATTCTGTATCACGACAAGACATTGTAACTTTACCACCTTCATTTTGACCAACAAATATAATTTCATTATTAATAGATTTAATTTCAACAAAAGTTGAATTATTATTGAGATGTTTACATATATTATGAAATTTATCTGATTTCATAGTAATCCTATTTTGGAATTTAGTAACAGGTACAGGCATTTCTGGATTGGGAATTTCCATTAAAAATAGTTCTATATCAGTTTCTTCACTATTATCTTTATCTTCATTCAAACTTCTAATATATAAAGAACTTCTACAACCTTCAATCATGTAAAGCATCATTGGATCATCATCATTAATCATTTTTAGCAATCCATGCAAAGTATGCATGTCAACACCAATGGTTATTTTTGGTTCATCGCATCTAAAATAATCAAAATTATCGGCATTTAAAACTAGCTTGATTAAAATACTTTTATCTTCCGTAAGTCTCAATATTCTTATACCGCCTTGATTTTTTTTCTTTGATTGATCTGTTTTTGTTTGTTTTTTTGATATTTTCTTTTTTGATTCTTTTTTTTGATGTTTATGTTTTTTAGATTTAGATCTAGATCTTTTATGTGAATCTTCATCTGATTCGTTGGATGAATCATTATTATCACTTTCATTATCACTTTCATTATCACTTTCATTACCACTTTCATTACCACTATTATCATCATTATCATCATTTTGTTTACTGTCAGGAGGTATAAAAACTATACAACAATCCGAAATAACATTACTAATTCTTTCAATGACTTGTTTAAGTGCACCAGTTTGTGTGGTTCTAATTTCTAAAATTTTATTATCTTTTTTATCGGATTTGACCGATGTTTTTTTAGAATCGGTTTTAACCGATTTAGTTTCTTGTACGGCGTCTTTAGATGTCTTTGAAACTTTTTTTTGCGTTTTATTTTGCACTTTAGACATTAAATGGTAATAGTTTTTTATCCTTTAAATTATTTAATTAATTTAAACGCAATAATAATTCAATTTTTTGACAGACACAAATGATTATATAATTATGTAATTGTGTAAAAAATATTTTGTATTATTATATAATACAAATGTCTGAAAAAAATACATACCGTTTATTAAATCCATATATTGAAGGAACAGTAGATACAGTTGTTAAATCTAGAAATTCTTTCAGTGCCGGAAAAAAACTATATAATTCTATATCTAATTATTTCACAAATCATGTTGACGATTTCTATATGACATTACAAAATGTTGAAACTGGACAATTAAGTCATTTTAAAATTGGTGAAAAAAGAGATGAAAATGGTGATGTTAATTTTGAAATGAATAAACTTGATAAAAATTTTACACCAGAACTTGAAAAACAATTAATCACATCTGTTAAAAAAATAGATAAACAAACTGGTGGTAAAAAACATTATGATGATTCTGATGATAGTAGTTCTGAAGAATCGGAATGTTTTAAATTTCCTTTGCAACCAATTACTAAATTTATATATTTTTACATGCCATATTATAAATTAAATCTTGTGGGTCTAAGTCCCGTTGATATGGCAAGAATATTTATGCCAACATTTGGTTTTGCGTATAATCCTAGTCTCGAAATAAGATTTGATTTGTATAAATATTTTTAATTATTCGTTTAAATGAGATTGAATAAAATATAAAATTTTCACGATATATATTAGTTAATGTCGAAATATAAATCTGACAAAAAAACAAGATCTAAAACAAGATCTAAAACAGGATCCAAAACAAAATCTAAACATGAACAAAGACATAAATATCGTCATAAAAGCGAAAATGATTCAAATATTGATGATTTTCAGGAAGATGATTTCTATTCCGACGAAGATATCCAAGATTACAACAGTCAGAATGAAGAATATTCTGATCAACAACAAGATGATCAATATGATCAAGATGAACAGGATGATCAAGATGAACAAAATGATCAAGAAGTTTCAGATATGGTCGAGGCAAAATTATCCAATAAAACTCGTGAGAGATTAAAAAAAAAAATTACTCATTGGTTGGATTATGATGATAAAATTAAAGAATTAAATAATAAAACTAAAAAATATAAAGATGCTAAAAAACAACAAGAAGAAACTATATTAAAAATGTTAAATAAATTAGGCGTGGGAGAAAATAAAATAGATGTACATGATCGTGATGATAATTTAAGAGGTCGTGTTTATAAACATAAATCTGTAACAACGGGAGCAATCAAGGGAGAAATTATACAAAAAGTTTTAATGGAAGTCATTAGGAATGAAAAAGCTGTATCTCAGCTTGTAAAAAAAATTGAAGAAGCTCGTCCACAAAATGAAAGATATTACTTAAAACGTACCAAAGGAAATAAAGAATAAAAAATTGAATAACTAATATGCTAATGTATATATATCGCCATATACATACATTAATATATAGTTATATTATCATATCTATTTAGCAAAAATGGATCGTAATATTATGGACATGTCTGAATCTGATATCAAAAAATATCTTTTGAATAAAAATATTTCAAAACAAATACGGAAACAAATGGAAAATCGTTTAGCAATTATTGGACGTAATAACTTATATGATATATTAAATAATGTATCCGAAGTTGAATCCAATGAAGAACAAAAATTTGTATCAAAAAAAACTAATCGTAAAGCTAAACGTGTTCTTATAGAAAAAATCATAGAACAATCCAAACAAAAGGAACAACTTGAAAAAAAATTAAATGATAACAATACATCTGATTCTGAAATTGCATCTGATACTGGTACAACTGTGGTACCAATGGTGCTAAATTATGGTGATGCTATTAAAAAAGTAGAAATAAATGAACCAATTTATTCTAGAATTAAACTTGTAGATGGAAAACTTGTGGTATCATATCATGATTTAACACAAATTTATCAGTTATTTACAATTTATCGAATTAAAATGCAATATTTAATTTTAAATCGTAAAATTCATGTTTTAAATTCCATGCACTTTATTAATCCTATCAAAGCCAATAAATTTAAACAAATATTTGCATATGATGAAATGTGTAAACAAGAACAAAATATGAAAAATTGTATTAATATGTGTATGGATTTAAATCAATTATTGGAATGTTATAAATTATGTATTGAGTTTCTTATTTTAGTAAGAAGGACTTCAAAATATACAGATGAATATAAAAATTCATTAAATAAATTCATATCTAAATATCATAAGATACAAGATTTAGGAATATATTTTAATGATCAATCAGAAAATATGTATATTAATTATCAAGATACTATTATTAAATTAGTTGATCAAATGAAGTATGTTTATGAAAAATATACTCTTATTGATCAACAAGAAGCTCTTATATTATCATCAAAAATATCTGTAATGTATTTTGAAGTGGATAAATTAATGAACGATATATTGTCCAATAATGATGTTAATATTGATTGTGAATATTATATTATTATTACTGATGATATTAATAATCCTATTAAACCATACGCTATTCGTAATTTTACATATATTTACTGTAATGATGATGTAACATTATCTACTATGAATATTAATATAGATGATTCACGTCTTAATAGTATGACAGTTCAAGATTATGAAAATATATTTAATCAAATTGATAGAAATAATGATGATGATTTTATTAGAATTTACAAAAATGATAATGGTAGTTTTGGATGTATCAATTTTAATTTTGATTTACAATATCCCATTTCAGGATCAAATATAAAAATAGAAATATCAGATTTACCAATTAATACATTCGTTTCTACTTCAATAATACATAATGAATTTATCGAATTGGATAATGTGGGCGTTTCACCTACATGTAGTCGAAAATATAATTGGATTAATCATACAGCATATGATGAACATGATAAAATGACATTATCTGAATATGAATCTTTGAATAATATAATCAAATTTAATAAAAGCCAATTTGATACTGATACTATTCCGTTTGTGATGGAATATTTATTTGAAAATTTAGTTGGGTCCGGTCATGATATTATTAATCAAAATATGTATGATTCTTTTGTTTCACTGGCTCAACAAACATCTTATTATGGTATGATTGAAGATATATAAGAAATAAATTATATTGATATACAATTAGTTAAATTGTATATCAATGTCAAATTCAGTAGAAATATCTTGTATTTATTCAGACCTAATCGATATTGAATCAGAATCAAATCTTGAATCTGATAAACAGATAATATTGGATAAAATAATTTCAATATACGATCAAATATTTGAAGAATTTAAAAATGGTTATATGCCTGTTTATAGTTCAAATTTATTTAAATATTTAACCAAAGAAAAATTTATAATATGGGTCATAAATAATAATAATGATATTTTAGAATTATTTCAAAAATAATAATAATTTATATTGCATGTATTACATGATTTATAAATTATTTTGATTTTATTAATTACAAAAACCTTTAATATTTGTGTCTGGATCAATTGTAGAATTATTCCAGAGCGAAACATTGATTTTAGGATTGGGAATATCTCCTCTTATATCGTGAGATCCATTTTTTAATGAACTGCCAATAGTATTAATACCCATGTGTACTTTTGGATGTATTAAATGTGTTCCCTTAATTTTTTTAGTGCATTGTTGAGGGACAACATCGAACCAACCATCTTCTGTTTCTTGTGGTAACATTTTGTTCACATTAAATAAATCATTAATATCATCGGGAGTTCTTTTTGTAAATTTATGTTTTTTATAATCAAAATTTCTTTCATCATCTTCTTCTTTTTCAAAATAAGGTTGTTCCATTTTTCTCATATCAATATTTCTTTTTTTGATATAATCATCAAATGGAGAATATTCATCATTTAATGCTGGATCTGATGCACAAAAATCGTCAGCATCATTATATTTAGATAATAATGTATCTAAAACACTGTCACTAATTTCATCACGTCCTTGAGGAGCAATAACATTAGATTGAGGTAATTGAATATTATTAAATGGTGATATTATTTTAGATTCGGGTAAAGATTCACCTCTATTAGTGAAATAATAGATAATTAATGCCACGACAATTATGCCAAAAATTATTAATAATATGTTACAATTGAGATCCATCGAGATTATATTATTAATTTGAGATAATATATTTAGAAACCTATATTATTTACTAATAAATACCATATGATATTTAGATATATAAATTGCATTTAGTTATAAAATATCTATAAATTTAAATATCTATTGTAAGTATATAATTTTAAATATGTTATCAAATAATCAAAATAGTAATCCTTTAAATCTATATCTTAACAAACAATACGATAAATTAGCAAACAGTAATTTAAAACAACCCATCGATCAGGATGGTAATACAGTATTACATGTCATAGCGTCTAATCTTAATAAACAAGCATTTGAAAATATCCGCAAAAATAATCCAAATGCTATCAATCATAGTACAATTAATATACCCAATAAAAATTCAGAATTACCTATCCATAAAGCAATGGAATCAATAAAAAAAAATAATAGTAATCACGAATTTATTACCTATATGATTGATAATCTAGGCGCAAATCCTAATGTTCCTGATATTAATAATCGTATTATTATTACCAATAATAATAATAGCAAATCTTATTCTGATGATAAAATTAACCAACTTAATAATGATGCCGTTAATAATTTCCGTAAATTTACTCAGATGGCAGAAACAAAACTCGGGGAAATTTCTCCGACTATAAAACGTAAACTAAATGATATGGGTATATCATCTAATAATTTTAGTAAATTAGCGGAAGATGCACAAAATAAATTATCACAAATTATGCCAGATTTAAAAAAATCATCTAATATAACATATAATATGAGTAAAAATAACAGACAAAGTGGTGGAAGAAATGAAACAGATCAACAAAATATTGAAGCAATTAAAAATTTAAACAGACATTATTTAAATAATAGACAAAAATCTAATGATTCTTTTGTGGCCAAAAATAAAAATAAATTAATTAATCAATATAATAATAATCAATCACAATCAACTAATCAAATTAGAAATAATAAATTAGTTGGTGGTGCTAATAATAATGTTTTCCAGAATAAACAACAAACCATTGGTGACAGAATTCGAAATTATAATAATAATTTATTTGGAGGCGCATCAATATTTGATGATTCTGATGATGACGATTTAATTTTTAATAAAATAGATGATACTGATAGTAGCGAAATAGAACTCGATAATAAAGAAATTAAACGTTATCGTGATATGATTTCTAATCAATCAAGACCACGAAATGTCAAAGTGGATGAAACATATAAATCCTTTGTCAAGAAAATTATGGATTTATTGGGTGTAGATGAAGAAACTGCTCGTCTTTATCGATCAGCTATTAAAATCGAAATTGAAAATAAAAATCCCGAATTAAAACGAAGAGAAAATGATGAACTTAAAGTAAAAGAAATGGAAAAAATGTTTACTAATAAAAAAACACTTCAAAAGGCTATTGATGATATTGATATGGATAAAATTAAAAAAACTATGCAAGAACGAAAAGCAAATTGGGAAGCTAGATCTGAAGAAATAAGAAAAGCTCGTGAAGAAAAATCAAAACAAAATAAAAATAAAAATAAATCAAAAAACCAGACTACTACCAGTGATGAAACCAGTTCGGATAATATGTCAACTTCGATAGAAGTACCTAAAAAAATAAATAAAAATCGAAAAACATCAGTAGCAGAAAATGGATATGTTCAATCCGATGAAGTCATTTTATCTTCTGAATATTAAATTATTATCTTGATATAATGTGATTAAATTAATTTATATTTAAAATGTAGATATAAATTAATGAGTTCTAATATAATACCAACAATTTCACAATATGCTGATAATTTACGATTTGAAACTGGAATAGGTCCCATAACTGATAAAGTATTAAATTCTGTATTGGATCGGGTTACTGCCGATGGATTCAGAGAAAAATTAGTTGATAAAATAGTTGATCCAATAACTAGTATTATTAATGATAAAATAAGACCATATGTATATTTATTAATATTTTTATATATATTACTTATTGTATTACTTGTTATTATTATTTATCTTATTTTGAAAAAAAAGTAAAAGAATTTAACCAGACATGATTATTATTATTATTATACAACATCCTAGGCATTAATATAGTATTTTAGGTTTAAAATATTTGTTTATTTTAGTTTATACAGATATATATAATAATGATTAAAACCAGTTACTTAATCATGATTGGAGCAGTTATCTGTCTGCTAATTTTATACTATTTTTACAACGAAATATCGGAACTTAAAAAAATTTTACTACCAACATGTCAAAAAACTATGGCTCTGGAAGCTAAAATATCTGATTTAAATAAAAGATCATTGGATTTAATTTCAAAAAAATCGAAGAATGAAATAAATCATGACATTAAAAATGAATCACCAATTATGTCCATAACATATTATTCGGATATGGTAAAAAATGGTAATTTGAGTGTAAAATATGCCGATCTTACCGAAACTGAAGCAAATGAAATTTTAAAAAAATTAAATCGTCAAACTCATTCTGGCAATTATCAAAAAACACCAGAATCTCAAAAATCAAATAAAAACATTCAATCACCAGATAAAAATCAAAAACCAGGTGAAATTATTTATTCAGATAATAATATATTTGAATCGGAAGATAAAAATGATACAATTAATATCAATATTAAAGACATTATTAATAATAACCAATTAGAAATCAATCAAGATTTAGACAAAAAAACAATGTATAATGATAATTTAAGTAATAGTGAATGTCAGGATATACTTGATGGTTTGACTTCTGTGAGTAATATGAAATTATCCAGTTCATCAAGTGAGATTGACGCTGAAATTATTAAAAGTATATCTGAATCTATTAAATATGCTGACATGCCTTCGGATTCTTTATCATCATATACATTTTCAGAAATTAAATCAAAACCTGTAAAAATAAATAATCAATATAATCAAAATTCGAAAAATAAAAATAATTCAAAAGGTGTAACTAAACAAATTACAAACACACAGTCCAAAAATATTAAAAATAAGAAAAAATAATTAAACCTATCTAATTATTATCATTATTATACAATAATATTAATAATTTAACGGTTTCTAAAACCAGTATTGAGTCCACTAAAACTATTCGCTTTACTAAGAGTACAATTTTTATTACTCGAATTATAGTTATACCAATCACAATTACTTGTTTCACATTCTTGTTGACATTCTTCATTTGTTTTATTAGCTAACGTACTAGTAGCAAAACCGGGTATATCAACATTTATTTTACCCCAAGCAGGACAATTAGAACCAGTACCAATATTTTTATTTGAAAAACCAGTTATAATACTAGTACTCGGATTACCTTCTGATAAGGCACAATATTGTAATGCAGTCTCATAACCATAAAAATTACAATTAGGTGTATTATCACATAATTTCTGGCAAGCAGCTTCCGTAGATTGAGTACCACTTTCTGGTAAAGGTGTTACGGGAATATTTTTATTTTGTAAAATTGAATATTTTGAACATGTTGTTGTTGGACTTGGGCTTGGAGTTGGGGGAGTTGGAGTAACTGGTGTAATTGGTGTAGTTGGGGTAGATGGAGTTATTGGAGTAAATGGAGTAGATGGAGTTATTGGAATAGATGGAGTTGGTGTTATTGGTGTTGTTTGTGATCCTCTTGATCGGACGTAAAAATATACGCCCAAAATAATAAAAGCTATTGCTATAATTATTCCCAAAATTATTAAAACTATTTCTATTTTAGACATTTTATTTTATACTAAATAATGCTATTTAATTTATATTTTTGTCAGATAATTGATCATTTAAGGAATAACAGGAAATCCCGTTATAGTGGTAGGTCTCGATATTCCATTTTTAGGGTAACATATTTTATGTGTATGATCATAACTATACCATGGACGATTATTTTGAATAATATTTTGTTGACATTGTTGTTCGGATACAGAAGTTAAAGTTTTATCAACATCGAATCCCGTTATATCCATATTTTGAATTCTTGACCATTCAGGACATCCAGTGACAGGATTTTTTATATGAAATCCTGTTACGACAAATTTATTTTCATTTCCTTTTTTGAGATAACAAGCCTTACTGTTTGTATCATAATTGTACCAATTACAGCCTGGTGTATTAGTGCAACTAGTTTGACATTCATCTTGTGTCATAGTTTTTCCATCTCCAGGAATATCAAAACCAGTAATATCCATTTCGCTTATTGTAGAATAAGCTGGACAATTTGTTGGAGTTGGGGTTGGGGTTGGTGTTGGTGGTCCAGAAGGTCCATTTGATTGTTTTCTAAAAAATTCAAAATAAACTAATAAACCAAGAGAAATAAGTAATATAATAATGACAATAATAATAATAATAGTAATCCAACTATTCATGTGTATATTATATTGATAATAAATTTTTTATAAAGTTGATAAGCAATTATTTAATTAATGATAAATTAATGGTTAAAATAATGATTGAATTAATATAATACCAAAGTTTAAGTATAAAATCTTATCTAATGATAATATATTATGAATTCATCAAATACAATACCTAATTATAGTCTTCATAACAAACAAGAATGTCCTTTTTGTCATTTTGTGTTTGTAACAGGATTTGACGATAATAATTATAAAAAATGTCCATCTTGTTCAGCTACATATCAAAAAAATTTACAAATAAATCACGGACCTGGATGTTCAATATGTACCGGTCGTCATCGTGGTTCCAATAATGTTTATCACAATAATGGATGTCCTGCAATAATGTCGGATGGAAGATTTATAACCAATTATAATTCGTCAAATGAATTGACAGAATCTATGCGAAAATTAAATGGAATAACAAATCCCAATGAGTTTAGAAATTTTATGCAAAAAAATGGAGAATTATTTATGGATGCTGAAAGAAACCATATTGTTAAAGAAAATACATGTCGTCCTAAAACAGCATGTAGTGAAGGATGGTATAATTTATGGACTAAAAATAATGGTGATTGGAGTAATTTAGATCCTCATAAGCAATAAATAATTCATATAAATTATTATCTAATAGTTAATAATTTGTATGATTTATTTTAATAAATTTTTTTGTTGTTAATAGTTATAATCAAATATGTCGAGATATCAACCAAGAATTATTATTAACAATCCCGAAAAATATGTTCCTGACGATATCATCGAACAATTTTTTTTGACTCTAAAATCAGGAAATCTTGATAATATTCGTAATTTTGTTGTTCAAAATAAATTAAAATACAATATTATTGATCGTGGAGCTAGAGGTAGTACAGCTTCTTCCGGTAAAACTCCATTTCATGTTGTTCTGGAATTAGATAATAAAATAGCAAATAATCGTACTAAATTAGAAATAATTAAATTTTTAGATACAATGGGTTCACCCATAGATTTGCCAGATTCTAGTAATGTTTGGCCAATTCATCTTGCGGCGTCTTCACAATCTGAAAAAATTATTGATTTTTTGATCAATAAAAAAGTTTCATTAAATCGTAAAGATAGTTCCAATAATACTCCATTGATATATGCAATATATGGTCTCGAAACTTCTTGTCCCAAACCGCTAACAATTGGATCAATAAGTCCACCACAACCAATTGATAAAAATAATACCAATAAAATATTAACAGATGTTAATACATTTATTATGAGTCAATTAAATAACAATCCAATAATAAATGATAATTTGATACACATGATCAACACAATACAAAATGTTCCAAAAATGTATCTTGGACAAAAATTAGAACAAAATATACAATTAGAAATCATTCAAATATTTACAGATATTCTATCTGATCCGGGATATTCAGTTGGATCAAACATACAACAAACTAAATTGGAACAGTTAATAGATAAAATATATTCCAATATTAATCAGGATTTATTAAAAAATTTAATTTCACCACTAACTATTAATCCAAACAACAGCGGATGGGGTCCAAATATACTTACTGCTACTGGTACAAGACCACCTACAAATCTAGAAAGAATATTAGAAACTGATCATATTTTAGCGAGACGTGATATAGATACAGAATATGCTCAAATAAAGAATTCTATCATAGCCACAAATGTTACTATTACTAATGATAGCATTAAAGATACTATACCAGAAATTATAAATCAATCAGATTTTACCATTAATGAAATTGTTTTTAATCCAAATATGAGTAACATTACATATGGTGAAAAAATATCACTAACAAAAATATTATTTTTATTATTGTGGAATAATTATCGAGTAAATTATGGAAGATATTTTGCCGAAAAAATATTAAATAGTTTTCCTGTTATGAATATTAATCAATTTAGATTATTGATAGCTAGAGGAGTTATAGAGAGAGCTAACACATCCGATACATTATATGGTTCCACAATTAGTCATTTATTGGGTTCATCTATTATATTAGATAGAAATATTATGGATGATGCATTAGAACAAATTGTATTATATTATGATACACAACCTATTATACTTAATACTGGTTATAATAGTTGCATTGCTTCTCGATTAATAAATTTATTTACTAATAGTGATACAAATCGGTCTAAACTCAATTTAAGAAACACTTCACTTAATCAACCTTTATCACAAATTTTAAATAGGCCAGAGTATCAATCTATTTCTAATAATTTTAATATTTTACGTGCCCAATTTAAAAGAGATTATTCATGGTTTAGTATGTTAACTAATTTAATAAAAGATATACAACCAGTTAATAAAATATATGATGTAAATAACGATGTGTTTGTTACTGACACAGATACTGGATATGATTTTATCTTACCAAATACACCATTATATAAACCTGGATCTAACCCAATTAATTCTAATAATTATACACTATTAGAAGCATTTAGAGTAATTGAAATATTGGTTAGATTTTTAAGATCAGGTCGTGTTGTGGTTTCGACTTATCCGCTCATATTTGATACACCTATTTCTCAATGGAATGATTATGTTGATAATATATCAACAATATTACTGCCAGATGGTACAACAATTAGTCAATCATATCCAGAATTAATATTTTTGTATAAAATATTGGTTATATTTGGTCAACAACAAATAAAAAAATATATTGAATCATGCATCAATACACTATTATCTAGATTTAACAATGATGAAAATCCTGGCGATGAAATTGTAGATTATAAACAACTTTTTGGAGAATTAGATGATGCATATCTTTTAAGTATATTATTACCATCCATACCTAATCGCGATGAATTCACTATTATTGCTGACGAAGATACAATAGATCCTTTTTTTGATATTAAACAAAATAAATGGAATTCTAATAATCAACTAATTACATGGTTTACACAATTCCAAGATAAATTTATTTCGAATGAATTAACTGAATGGATAAATAGTTTAATAGCAAGTACAGAAATTTTTTCGTATTCTGGAATAAACACTTTACGTCAAATAATAGAAAATAATATATTAAACGATAATAGTGAAATTAATAATATTATTAATAATACTTCTTTTAGAAATACAGTGAGACAATATTTTGGATCTAATTATTCAACATCGAGTACCATTAGTAGTAATAATTTAATCCAAAGATATAATATCGCCACTCGAAATATTAAACTTGATAAAACTTATGATCGTAATCTTTCCAAATTAAGAAATGAAATTATTGATATATTAACATTTTTAACTGAAATTTGCGGAAATATTATTGTTAATATTAAACAACGAATGATTAAATTATCTGATTTAATGACTGTAATTAATAATATTATGGCCGATATAATTTCTTGTATTAATACCAGAACTGTTTATTATATACCGCAAATTTTTCTACCCGCGTTGGTGAAACAATTATTTGTGATAATAATCGAGTTAATTTCCATTCGAAATGAAATAATACAATATAATTCTCAAAAATCTGATTATATTTCATATGTTGATACGTTAAATATTAATGCAGTGAAAATTGTAACATTAATGGATAATTACATGTCTAAAATAAATAATGAATTGTCTAATATATATATCAATACATTGAATATTATTAAACAACATAATATTATTATTGAATTTTTGAATAGTCATAGTGCTTATCAATTAATTAGATCGAGAAGAGATTATCAAGAAAAAGGCGATGGTGCTGCAGTAAGTTTATTTGATTATAATTTAAATCCAATCCTAGATATGCCTAATACATTTAATGAGTTAAAAAATTTAGAATTGTTGAATGACATATTTAGAAAATACACAATACCAGATATTAGATATTATGGTAATAATTCTGAAATTGATCGTATAAGACATGATATATTTGGACCTATTGATGAAATTGATGAGGATGATTTTTATGTTTTTGACAATTATCGTGGTGTCATTGATTATATTAGATCTGGAAATGTTTCTAATTCTCCCTTTGATGGAGAAAATAGTCAACTTAATATGGTAGCATATAATGACAATGATACAATTGTTTACGATATAGAAGAAAATATAAATCCAATAAGTGGTACATGGCTTAATTTTTTAATTGATAAACCAGAAAATACCACTTATAATAATGCTTTTATTGCATACATCAAAGATTTGTATCAATATAAATGGGTTAATGGTATGCCACCATCAATTCGAAATTTTTTATCCAAACATCTTGGAGTTTTAAAAATTAGAATTATTGAGGAAACTGTGCAATATTTTTTGGATCAATCTTCTTCAGGTACAAAAAATCTTTTAGAAAATATTAAACAAATGGGTACAGGAACAACATATGACAATGTATCAGATGTTGTAACATATATGGTCATCGCAAGACAAACAGATAACATTATAAATGAAATCATTAATTATACAACTAAACAAATGATTACCGAATGGATTTATCAATATGTCAAATCTAATAATCAAATAGCAAGTTTAATTGATAATAATACTGTAAATATTATTCGAGAAAAATACTTCCAGCGAATTTCATTAAATCAAATTAATCAGTCAGATATAAGTAAATTACTCAATAGCGATCCCACACAAGTTAATATTAAAATACCACAAATAGAACCAAATCCTGATAATATTAAATATGCCACAGGTACAATTAATCCTAAATTTATTAATTATTTGTATGATATAGATTACACATCTACATCAAATAATAATTCTACATGTTATACTATAAATCCAAAAATAGTTTCTAAATTAATAACAGGAGAAAATATCAATTCAAAAAATTCTGATGGTAATACACCATTACATATTGCAATAACTATGAATGACCCAAATATTGTTGAATTATTATTAAATAAAGGAGCTAATAAAACATTTGTAAATATTCACAATAAAAATCCTGTTGATTTATCTATTATTAATATCCAACAACACATTAAATATACTGAAGGAGTAACTGTTATTGAAACAATTAATAATTTTGTTATACCATTTAATGATTTATTACTTGCTAGATTAAAAGATGAACGATTTAAAAATAATATAATAAAAAATATCACTATGGGTATTCCAATATCCATTGTAATTTATAACCATTTATTCACAAATTATTTGCAAAATTATCGTTACAATTTTACAATAGAGCTTAAAAATTCTATCCAAAATTTGTTAAAGAAATATTTTAATTTAGAATTTACTGTTTATCCGATTGATTTATTTGAAATATCTGATGTAAATAAGCTAACACAAATATTAGAAAATAATAATAATACAATAAGAGCAAACAAAACTATTAATACTTCCATTATTAATCGTACTAGGTACTATGATAAACAAATTTCATTGTTAAATAATCAAATCGACAATTTACAAAAAGAAAAAAATATTAACTCTGATCCTGATCAAATATTATTCATTGATAATATTATTATTAATTTAAAAGCCCAAAAAAGAAAAATAGAATCCAAAAAGACATCCGTTGGTGTTCCAAAAAATATAACAATGAATGATGCAGCTGCTGGTAATTATAATTTGGCAATTAAATCAATAAAAAATAAAATTCGTGATAGAAATATAACTCTCATTGATTTTTATGATTTAGGTTTTCAAAGAATAGGAACTAATAATGATTTATATTTAGCGATTTGGAATGATTATCTTAATAAAAATATAAACAATACACCAAGTATGATATTTAGTTTATTAAATAAAATTATTAGTAACAATATTAACACCATTTTTGACGAAAACAATAATCAAATTATTAAAACAGAACTTAAAACAGAACTTGAAACAATATCTAAATTTTTTGAAATTGTGCGCAATTATATCGAATCGGTGGATCAATACCCCAAAAATTTAGATGATAATCCGATTCTAATGGAAGAATCAAAACAAATAATTTACTTGATCAATCTTATTATAACGCCTTCAATTAGAAATATTATACTGAATCAAATATTATCTGGATTATCAGAAATGGATCCTTTAAAAACTTTCACAAATGATTCAAATAAAATAATAGATTCCATTACCAATGCTAAATTTAATGGTGTTACTCTTGATAGATATTTATATGATGTATTGCCTCAATTGGCGTATAAATATTATACAACTGTTTATAATAATTCGGATGATATAGATATGAAAATTACAAATGGTAATGATCTTTATTTACCTATCATACAGATTCTACGGCAAAATAATCTTATTAATATAACAGATGATTCAGTTCTTGCACAAAATTTTAGAGAATATCTAATACCATTTATTTCAAATACTTATCATTATTTTATTTATCATGTAAAATTGGCAAGACATGGATACGAAAGATATATTATTAATACTCATAAATTAATTAAAATTTTGCAAATTATGTTGTAAATTAATTTACATATATAAATTAATTTAAACAATTTTTCGAGGTATGATCATTGTATTATTATTTTCTTTAATACTTGTTGCATTTAATTGACTAACAACTTCTTTTATTTCCATAATAAACATGTGTTCTGTTCCAAAAAAATCAACCAATTCACCATTTGGATAATACATTTTTATATCCAATTCATTTAGTGAATCAAGTGCTGTGTCAAAAATTTTAGGATATGAAACAAGTGATTCCGATAAATATTTATTATTTCTCGTCATTTCATTCAATTTAACAATAGCAAAAACATCAGAAACTGGTTTAGTATTCTCAAAACATCCAAAGTTTTTACATGTTATATAAAAATAATTATTATAATTCTTAATGATATCGTTAATTTCATATTTTTTTGTTATAGAATTAGTATATGTATGTATATCGACAAATCCAAGTATTTGGTTTAAATTATCTGATTCTTCGAGCAATAACATAAATTTATTTGGGTATTTTATACGTATATTATTAAAACATACATTTTGAAATTGTGATTGTATTGGATTATATTTACCAAGTTTTATACTGTATCTATTAGAATCTATAATATTATGAATAACATGTTCAGAATTTATTATTGATGCAGGAGTATTACCAATATCATTCGAATCACTAATTATAATATTTGTTCCTACTGTTAGATCATGATTTGGATGTTTTATTATTATTATATCATTTTGACAATACACAGGTTCCAAGTTATTAATAAATACATTATTTTGTTCAGTTAAATTTGGCGTAATATTGTTTGATGAATTAATAATAATATTGTTAAATATAAATTTATAATCATTCATCGAACATTCTTTTATGTGAAAATTATCCATATTGTAGATTGTAGTAATTTGATAAATATGGACACCATTATCAATATATTTATTTCTAATTTTATCTGTTATAATAAAATCTCCAACATTTAAATTATGTTGTACTAGATTGATTTTGTTCGAATTATGGTCAAAATTTATTAATTTTGTACCGGTATTGAAAGAATATATATCAGATAATATATTTATTAAAAATTTTGTATTTGATTCTATTTTACCTATAATATTATTATCGACTAAAGATATTTTATACACATTATTACATATTTGTGGATTTTCATGATTATTTGTACCAAAATAAATATTACTCGTATTTTCTAAAATATTAATAATATTTGGCACATTTTTTATTATTATCATTTTATTTGGAATATACGCGACTGGATCATTTAAATAATATTGAATCAATTCAATTTCTTGATAACTATTTATATTTATCGTGTTGGTGGGTTTATTAATATTAATATCAAAAATATGATACAAATAATTTCCTTCTTCATCATATTTATTAATGTTATTAGAATAATATGGAACACTATTCATACTAAGTTGCATAGCATGCATTAATTCATCTATAGAATAATTTCCTGGATCAATGGTTGCATGATATATCGTATTATTATCTAAATTTTTCCAATAAATTTTATTATTTTTATTCGTAATTTGTTTATAAAAATTAGCGAAAATAATGTCTGTAATACGAGCTTCAATGACATTGTTATATTCACGATCTAATTGGTACATATATTGATTCGGATTTGGATATCCAATATTACGCTCAATAATTTTTCTCACATATGGTGATGGACCTCCTCCCATGTTATATTTTATAATATGTCCGGAATCAATTTCATCTCCAATAATATCATTAAAATTATAAAAACTGTATTCTGGATCGACTATTGCTTTATATTTAATATCTATGTCGAAACTATTTTTATCATTTGATATTATATTAAAATAATTAGTATAATTGTTTTCAAATAATGATATTGGTATACCATATAAATGATAATATTTAATATATACTGTATTTGTAAAATTAATATTATCATTGTAATTAATTGATGATTTTTTATCTAATTTTATTAAATAATTATTGACATCATGTTTAAAATGTCCATCAACTTGTGTAAATAATAAATAAACACGATGTTTGATGCTAGTTAAATAATTCATAGATATATTTCCAATTGATTTTGAATTATTATCGGATGTATTTGATAGTGAAATTTCTAAATTAATATCTGTTTTTGTACAGATATAATATTGATTATATATATCTGGAATGATATCATTTTCTGAATATTTTTGAGGTAATTTATCAACATATTCAACAACAGTAAAATGACTTGGATTCAGTGGGTCAAATGTTCCATAATAAGACATTCCATGACCATTATGATTAATTCTAATATAGTGACTATTTTTTTTTACCGAAAAAACATTTGATAAAAAAACTGTTTTTGAAACAATATTATTTAAACTCACATATTCTCCTTTATTGAAATCATGATTTACCATATTTATAGTAATAATACTACTATTATTTGAAAAAGATAAGGCATAAGGTTGTAAATTATCAAGTTTACTGTATTTATCAATAATATTTTGTTGCCTTTGACAAGATTCAACTCTTACATATGATATTTTTAATTTGTTAACAAATTCTTGTTGATTAATTTTTTGTAACGATTGTTTGTAGTGTTGGACTTCAATTGGATACATATTTTGATACTGATTATATTTTTCCATTTATTAGTATTATCATCAAATATATTTTAAATTATTGTTTATTTCTTGAAATATTTTTTGTAAAAATTAATAAATTTATTTCTCATAATACTATGATCAACAATTGGTTTAGGATAATTTGCATCATATTTTTTATAATTTTTATTCCAGTTGTGTAAATCTTTTGCCGGAATATTTAATAATTCAGGAATCCAATATTTAATATATTCACAATCGGGATCATAAGTTCGAGATTGTGACCAAGGATTAAATATTCTCAAATATGGACTACTATCTAAACCATAAGATGCTGACCAATTCCAGTTTCCAAGATTTTGTACTCTATCAATATCAACTAATTTTTTGCTAAAATACTTTTCTCCATACTTCCAATCAACAAGCAAATCTTTTATCAAAAATTGAGAAGTTATTAGTCTTCCTCTATTATGCATAAATCCAGTTGTATTTAACTCGCGCATGGCGGCATCTACAATTGGAAATCCAGTGCATCCATTTTTCCATGCTTCAAAATACTTTTTATTATTTTCCCATTTCGGAAGATTTTTTGTTGTTGGATTTTTAAATATGTGTTGGTAAGAATAAAATCGATCATAAAAATGTACGCTAACATAATAATAAAAATCACGCCAATATAAATTTTTTATGATTTCAATATTTTTATTAAATTTTTGATATACTTCTCTAATACTAATTGTACCAAATTTATTATGTGCACTAAGACGTGTAGTTTTTATTGAAATATTATTTTTATCGGTTTTATAATTTTTAAATTTAAGATTATTTTCCAAAATTTGTAAACCATTTTCTCTACCACCATTTACTGCTAAGTTTTTATTTGGTACATAATAAAAATTATCCAATAAATAAATATCCATATTTTCGATAGTCCATTTTTTAAATATTTTTGTAGGAATTAAAAAATTATTGGTAACATTATAACTAGGTTTTCTAACTATTATGTTAATTGCTTTTTTATAATATAAACCAAAATTATGATATCTATTGCCATTATTTGCGGCACCCTAAAAATATATGTAAATGTATGATTTACATATATTTTTATAATTTTATTTAAAGATATATCAACTAACTATATTATTAATATGACATGTTTTGGAACAACCAATGTGCCAAATTATCCAAATCTTTATGGATTCCTTCAAACATCATCAATTTAAAATCAAACAAAAAAAAATATTTTAAATGTGATAATCCAAATATTTCTTTTAATTATTTTACTGATGGTATTAAAATCAATAAAAAAATTAAATTTAACGATATTAAAGTAACTGATAATCATGACAAAAAAGAGAAACTCAGAAACAAACTTATTAAAACAGAAAATACTAGATATATCAAAGAACAAAATAATCAAAAATGCAAATTAAATAAACAAGAGCTAAATGACAAACATAAAAAGTTTCTTGATAAAATTGAGATTAAAGTTAATCAATTGGACGGATTTATTAGATCGCGAAGAATACAAATACTCCCTAATAAAAAACAACAAAATATTATTCAGAAATGGATTTATGATACAACATCTATTTATAATAAATTAGTTAGTAGTTTTAATCAAATATACGACAAGTGTCAAAAAATTGTAGACAATATGAATGTTGAAAATAAATTTTACCATTTGGGAAAAATTATCAAACAAAATACAGAATTTCCCATTAATTTTCACAAATTGAGAGCATTAAAATGTAGTGATTTTATTCAGGATTATGACAGGATTCCCTATTGTGTTATTGCTGATATTATAAAAGAATTTGTATCAAACATTAAATCCTGTATTACAAAAATTTCTAAAGGACTAATAACAGAATTTAAATTTAAACCAAGAAAATATAATAGAATTTTTTCATATATTCCTTTAGAATCACATTATACAACTGTCAGAGGATTTTATCCATCTATATTTGGGAAAATTAAAACCAATGAAAAAATATTTTCATGGTTAGATATTAAACATGATTATAAGCTAATTTATGATAAGTATTCAAACAAGTATTATATTCATGTTCCTAAATATGTTTATCGAAATGATTTGACAATAAAAAAGCCTATAGCAATAATGGATCCAGGAGCACGAACTTTTCAAACTATTTATGGTTTAGATCATGTTGTCACCATTGGAGATGATTTAGGATCCACTTTCAAAAAAAGATTATTAAAAATAGATAATTTAAAATCCAAATTATCCAAACCAGGAAAATATAAGCATAATAAAAAACTAGATAGAAAAACCAAAGTGAAAAAATGGAAATATAAGAGAGCCATTGATAGACATCATAAAAAGATGGATCATATACAACAAGAATTACATTATAAAACAGCTAATTACTTATGTAGCCATTATGATCGCGTGGTAGTTACTAATTTTAGTAGTAAAAAAGTCGGATCAAAAAAGAATGATTTAGATGCAATAACAAAAAGAATCCTTGGAAAATTATCTCATTATAGATTTAGACAACGCCTTCTAACGAAATGTGAGGAGTATGGTAGTCAATACTATGAGGTAGATGAATCGTTTACGAGTAAAACATGCTGTAAATGTGGAAATATACACAAAACATTAGGATCATCAAAAATATATGATTGCATAAAATGTAAAAACAAAATAGACAGAGATGTGAATGCATCAATATGTATTCTGATAAAAAATAAAGATATACTATTAAAATAAAAAAAACAAGGAGAGCGGTCTGCTCCTTAATGGGAAATGTGACAAATGTATAACAAATGTCTATAATTAACATAGATTCATACATTTACATATTTTTTAAGTGATCGGCAATATCTAATGTATCAGTTAATAATATATCCGTTGATGTATTTAAAATAATATTTTGCTGATCACAATAATTTTGTATCTTTTTATCTCTTTTTATTGAATAAGGTGTATAATCATCATTAATGTATATTGCAGATATATTAATGTTTTTATGTATTTCATCGATTACATCTATTTCATCACCATATGTTGTCCATAATTTTAATTTTTTGTCTAAAAAATTAATTTGTGAATTTAAATCATATAAACTTTCAATCATAAATTGAATACTATTTGAAGATTTTAATTTATTTTTTTCTGAAACTTGTGTTGGCGTAAAAATAAATAATGGTATAACATATTTTGATTCTTGTAATGCTAATAATAATGATGTATTATCTTCTAATCTTAGATCTCTTCGAAATATATGAATTGATATATTATTCTTTTTATTCATTATTATAATTATTATTACAATAATAATTATAATTCTAAGTTGTTAAAATCTTGAACTTTATTTACTAACAGACGCTTTAGTTATTTTTTTTTTTGCTGTTTTAACATTTTTATAAAGCAATCCATCATAATGTGCGTCTGTTTCTGATTCCCATTTATCATACGCTTCCATAAATTCTTCAAGTTCTTCTATCCAAATATCTTTTGGTGTTTTAGATTCCAAAATAGCTACTTCTTCTTTTTTATCAGCCAATTGTTGTTTAAGACGTTCCACTTCTTCATGAGTTAAATTAAACAATCCAGTGGATGTAATATAATTATAAGATGCATTTTTTTCTGTTCCAGTAATAAATTTGGGAAATTCTAATTCTTCTAATTTTTGCATGATTTCATCTTTCTTTTTTGATTTGCCATTTTTAAAGATAATAATTTTCCCTTCAATCACATACATAATAAATTTTACTTTCCATTTGAGAATATCCATTTCTTTACGCCACTTCCCAAGTAAATGATCTTTTCTCTTTTGATATAAATCTAATCTTACCTTCGAAAAATTTCTTAATATTTCGCCATAAGAATCATATTTTTTAATTTTTCCATATTCATTGAATAAGTGCATATTAGTTAACTGAATTGGAGATACTAATTTGAGACCATCATCTAATTTACCAGTTTTTATAAGTTCTGATAATTTACCTGGATGAAAATTAATTGTAAAACTAATTCTTATTTGAGTACAATCTTCTGTATATGTTTTTATTGCTGATGATATTGGATTTTTTTTGGCAACTTTGGCTGTAGCACTTTTTTGACTTTTTTTTGCTAGATATTTATTAGTTTTACTATTTCGTGTTCTCGAATTTGTTTTACTACCAGCTTTACCTTTGACTCCAGGTTTTACAGATTCTTTTTCTTTGGCTGCTTTTTTATCAACAGCTCTTTGTGAAGCACCTTGATCTATCAAATTATCTAAAAATGCTTTATAATTATCTGTCCAAGTACCAATTGGTAAATCGGTAATATGTATAGTATCATTACCTATTATTTCATATTTTGCCCGAGATACATATTTATTATTATCTATTTTTTCAATAGTACCAGTAAAATGACGATACCATGGTTTCATTGTTTTAGTTTTTTCATCATTTAAGATTCTAAGAATATTATCATATATATCTCGTGGATTACATGGTGCTATTTTAGTTGAATAACCGGTTCCAATTCCTTCTGTACCATTTACAAGAATCATTGGAATGACTGGTGCATAATATTGTGGTTCAATCATTTTATTATCTTCATATTGTAAATGTAAAATATCAAAATCATGCTCGATAAATATTTTTTTAGCCAATTCATCAAGTTGTGTAAAGATATATCTTGCGCTTGCGGAATCTTTACCTCCTGACATTCTAGTTCCAAATTGTCCATTAGGCATCAATAAATTAATATTATTACTTCCCACATAATTTTGGGCCATATTAACAATGGTACTAGTTAAGGATTGTTCACCATGATGATATTTAGTTCTTTTTGAAACTGCACCTTGTAATTCTGATACCTTTATTTCTTCTTTATAAATACCTTCTTCTACTGATCCATAAAATACTTTGCGTTGTGATGGTTTGAATCCATCCATAATATTAGGTATAGATCTTAAATTATCATCCACTGAGAATGATATTAGTTCTTGATGAATGAAATCATAATATGATACTCGTTTTTGTGCATTATCAATGTAATTGTTGGGATTATAAGTATTTACCCATATTTTTCGATCATTTTCTCTTTTTTTATCAAAAGCTAATGTAATAGCATCTTCACAAATATCTTTATTTTTAGGTTTATAAATTTCGCTTATTACATCAGATTCTTCATCAATAAATTCAGATTTAACTTTAGGTTTAGGTTTAGATTCTTCTTCGTCTTCTTCGATATTATTAACACGTTTTGATTCCCAAAAATATTTAATTCTCTTTTTGTCAAGATCTGTAAAACATTCTTGTGCTTCGGCTTGGGTACTGGTACCCAATCCTTTGTAATATTTAATAGTCCAACCCTTTCCATCATTATTTTTTTGTTTCCATTCTTCAAACGATTGTGGATTGGTAAATTCAACGACTTTACGAGTTTTACCCTTGCCCTTTGTGGCTTTTAATAAAGGTGTTGCAAAGGATTGTATAAATCCTTCATATTTCGCCAACGAAGGCCAGAAACGATGTATTAAATTCATAATCAATCCTTTAATATGATAACCGTCCACGTCTTGGTCAGCTAATATCATAATACTACCATACCTAAGTTCTTTTAGATCATTATATACTTTCCCTTGTTCAAGACCAATGATTTTTTTGATAGCAGTTATTTCTTCATTTTCTGCTATTTTCAACGGACTTTTTGTACGTACATTCAATGGTTTTCCCTTAAGTGGAAATACGCCATAATAATCTCGACCAATAACATTTAGTCCAGACATTGCAAAAGTTTTAGCTGAATCTCCTTCCGTCAAAATAAGTGTACATTTATATCCTTCTTTGGTACCAGCTTTGTGAGCATTATATAATTTTTCATATCTAATAGCTCCTCTACCTTTGCCATCTGTTTTACTAAGACTTGCTTCTGCTTTAGCTTGAGCATTTGCAATAATTTGTGACACTACACCAGTTTTAATAACTTTTTTAATAAAAATATCAGTAACTGTAAAATTACTTCCAAAATTAGCTGGTTTAGTAGTGAGATATTCTTTTGTTTGTGTATCAAAATCTGGATTAACAATTGTTGCATCAACAAAAAATATTAAATTTTCTTTAATCATTGTGGGTTTTACTTGCAATCCTTTTACTTTTTTAGCAACTGCTTCTTTGAGGTCTTTAACCACTTGATTAACAACTTGATCAACATGTGTTCCTCCTCTACTGGTACAAATACTATTAACAAATGAAATATTTTGATGTTCAAGTTGATCAGTGGGATCATATACTGCACATACTTTCCATCGATCATGTGTTGTCACATCAAGTACTTTCTTGTGTTCACTTCCTTCAGGAAAATATAAATCAATATATTTGGTAAAATTATTTTGTGAAATAATTTTTTCGTTGAAATATACCTTGGCATTTGTTGTCATAGCTAAATCATAAACTCGTTTCTTAAATAATGCTACAATATCATTTGTTAATCCTTTGAGACCGAATTTTTTAAAATCTGGTATAAAACTAATTTTAGTGTATGGTGTTTTTGATTTGGTTGTAGTAATTTTTGGTTTTTCTTTAGTATACATATTATCAGTAAATTTTTGATAAAATTTTTTACCACGTTTAGCGTCTATGGTTTCAATATGAAATTCAGTTGAATATATATTCGCTAATTTTGCTCCGAATCCATTTTTACCACCAACAATTTTTTTTTCACCTTTATCATAATTAGTGGATGTTAATAGTTCTCCAAAAATCATCGATGGTACCATGATTTTATGTTCTTTATGCTCGACGACATCAATACCATCACCATTATTCCAAACACTAATTTCTCCAGATTCTTCATTGATGTCGACTTTTATCATATTACATGATTTGCATCTTTTACTATGATCCGCTGAATTTACAAGAACTTCATCATATATTTTATAAAGTCCTGGTACATAAGATATTTCTTTAAAAATTATTTGCGCATCACCCTCTTTAAATTTATTATTATATATCCACATATTACATGTTTTATCTTCTATACTACCTATATAGGTATCGGGTGAATGTAATATATGTTCATGAAGATTCTTTTTTTGATATTTTTCTTCGATTGTCTTTTCAGAACTTTTTTTCGAGGTTTTACTCATACTGGATGTTGATATCTCGTTAAACAAATATTTATATAATAAATTTACAAATATCAATTTTTTTTTTTACGAGCAATATTTAAATCAAAAAAATTGAAAATTAAATATTTTTCGTAATAAACATTGATTTATTAATTATATTATTATCAAAATGTCAAATAATAAAACTAATTTCCAACTAGTCGGTGAATTTAATAAAGTATTTGGTCATCCAGTCAATACTCGTGCTCAAACTAACATTTTTGCTGAAAAACCTAATGAAGTTAAACTGAGATTTAATTTAATTAAAGAAGAATTTATGGAACTTCAAGATGGTGTGGATAAAGGTGATATGACTGAAGTAGCTGATGCTCTCGGAGATTTACTATATGTTGTATATGGTATGGGTCATGTATTTGGACTTAACCTGGATGAAGTATTTAATCGAGTTCATGTTTCAAACATGAGTAAATTATGCGAAAATGAATCACAGGCTCAAGAAACTGTTGAATATTATAAAACTCTTTCTGGATTTGAAAATGTTAATGTTGGATACAGACCTTCACTTGAAGTTCCTGGACAATTTGTTGTTTATAATATTGATACTGGTAAAATTCTAAAATCCAAATATTTTAAACTACCAAATTTTACAGATTTGGTTAATTAATTACTTGATTAATTGAACAATTAATTTTATTTTGAATATCAATATGATACTCTAAATAAAATTGAATTTTATTTTATTATTAAGTAATATTTAAAGATATTTTAACAACTATTTTATATCTATGTTCTTGTTTGAAAAATATCGTCCAAAAAATTTCCGTGAATTTATTTTCAATAAAGATACATTGGAAGAATTAAATTTTCTGGCATCGAATGAAGATATTCCTCATATTATAATATCTGGCCCACCAGGTGCAGGCAAAAAAACTTTAGTCAAATTTTTTTTAGAGTCAATTTATGATTCTGATGTTAATATATTAAGCAAGATGAAATATCATATTAATGGATCTTCCACCAAAAAAGAAATTGAAATATTACAAAGTAATTATCATATTATTATCGAACCAACCAGTACTAATCATGATAAATATATTTTACAAGAAATAATAAAACAATATGCTATGCATAAATCTTTTAATATATTCAAGACGACTAGAAAATTCAAAACTATCGTGATATATAATATTGAAAATTTAGCCAATAATTCTCAAGCAGCATTAAGAAGAACTATGGAATTATATGCAAAAACATGTCGTTTTATTATGGTTTCTAATAATTTATCAAAAATATTTGATCCACTTAGAAGTAGATGTAGAACATTTTGTGTTTCACAACCTTGCATAGAAGATATAAGAAATGTTATTACACATATTACAATTATGGAAAATATAACTCTGAATTACAATGAAATGAAATTTATTCTTGATAATTGTGATAATAATATCAAGCGAGCTATTTGGATTTTAGATTGCAGAAGATTAAATTGTGATCCATTTATTAGTCTTGATGCAGTTTTTGATTCTGTAGTTGAAAGTATATTAAAATCAATAAGTGAGACAAATAATTTAGTTAAATTATTTGATAATGATATTAGAACAGACATCTATAATATTCTTATTACAAATATCAAAGGATCTATTGTTATAGCAACTATTATGGATAAATTAATTCGCAAGATTAAAAATGATGATATTAATATAAAAATTATTAAATATGCTTCTGAAGCAGAATATAATTTAATACATGGAAGAAGAGATATAACACATATTGATTATTTTATTGCTCATGTCATGGAAGAATTAATTATGAATCGTGATAAACTTTCTCACTTAAAACCCAAACCATTAGTTAATAAAACTGCTAAATCTGTTGGTAGTAAAACTGCTAAATCTGCTGGTAGTAAAACTGCTAAATCTACTGGTAGTAAAACTGCTAAATCTGCTGGTAGTAAAACTGCTAAATCTGCTGGTAGTAAAACTGCTAAATCTGTTGGTAGTAAAACTGCTAAATCTACTGGTAATAAAACTGCTAAATCTACTGGTAGTAAAACTGCTAAATCTGCTGGTAGTAAAACTGCTAAATCTACTGGTAATAAAACTGCTAAATCTACTGGTAGTAAAACTGCTAAATAATCAAATTCAAAATATTATCATCAAACATTTTATTTTATGATAATATTATTAACAGGGAATATCATCCAATATTTTTAAATTTTTATCATTTATTATTAAATGAGCAAACAATATTCTAGGAAATTTGGTTATATTAAAAGTAATCCCGATGAAAGAGATATTTTAATTAAATTTACTAAAGATCATGTCAGAACTTTTAAATTAAAAGCCAATGTTAATCCAAAAGAAATTTTTGATCTCAGAAAAATTGTTCAACTACCTCAAGCATTATCAGAAATTGATCAAGGTACATTAGGTAGTTGTACTGCCAATGCAATTGCATATGCCTATGCATTTAGTGAAATTAAACAATCCAACAAAGATATATTTTTACCATCAAGATTATTTATTTATTACAATGAAAGAGTTATTGAAAATACTATTGATGAAGATGCTGGTGCACAAATTAGATCAGGTATTAAAAGTATAAATAAATTTGGAGTTTGTGATGAGCATCATTGGATATATGATCCGCTAAAATTCCGTGTTAAACCACCCCAAGAAGCTTATGAAGAAGCTAAAAAAGCTAAACCAGTAAAATATGCTAGAATTGATTTCAGAGCTGATAAAACAATAAATGACAGAATTGATCATCTTAAAAAAGCATTAAAAAGTGGTTATCCATTTATTTTTGGATTTACGGTATATGATAGTTTTATGAATGAAACTGTCGCAAAAACAGGTGTTGTTGATTGTCCAAATGATAAAGAAAATATTATTGGTGGACATGCTGTATGTGCTGTTGGATATGATGATATTAAAAAAGTATTTATTATAAAAAATTCATGGGGTTCCAAATGGGGTCTCAATGGATATTTTTACATGCCATATAATTACGTAGCCGATCCTAATTTATCAGATGATTTTTGGATTATACAAGAAGTTACTAATCCAAATATAGAAAATTATAAACCATCAGATATTAATCCGATCGCTGTTAATTTAGACGCAGAAATAAATACTGACGGTGTTGTTCATCACTAATTAATATTAATTAACTTATAATATTTATAAATTAATTAATCAGAATAAATTAATTATTATTTAGTAAACATATGAATATCCGTAAGGATAAGAATAATTAACTGGGTATCCATAATTGTACGGACTATAATAATTAGCCCATGGTCTGGCACGATTATAAGGATATCGTCCATATCCACCATAATTACCATATCCACCATAACGACCCCAAGCTCTTCCTCTACCCCAACCACCAAATCCTCTAAATCCCTCCTTGTTACTATTAAAATATTCAGAAACAAGATATAAGACTAAAATAAGTATAGCCGCAATGACTATCATTGGAATGATATTACAATCGTTCATATCTATATTATTATATAGGTAATTTTTTTTAAAACATCTATTTTAAGTTATTAAAATTATATGATTATATATATTTAATAAACAAACTTACATATAAATGTGCGAAATATTATCACTATTAGTAGATTTTTTATTATTCAAAGTGAATTCGGAAATTGCTTGAATAAAATCATTATGATTAATTAATCCATGTGTTTTTATAATTTCATCATTGAGTTCATCCATTTTATTAAGTCTTTCCAGAGAATAAAGTGATGACAGTTCAATAATACCTTCAATATCTGCTCCGTTCATTCCTTCTGTTAAATCTGCTAGTTTTTCAAAATCAATATTATCTAATTTTTCGGATAATTTTTTTGTGTGTATTTCAAAAATTTTAACACGACCAGATTTATTTGGAAGATCAATTTTAATATGAACACCAAATCTCCCCGAACGAATAACTGCAGGATCTAATAATTCTAATCTATTGGTTATTCCAATGCAAATAAAATTATTAAATTGTTCTAATCCATCCATTTCTGCTAAAAATTGATTAACAACAGAATCTCTTACTGGACTAGAACTACTACCTTCTCGTACTGGTAACATTGCATCAATTTCATCAATAACAACCATATATGTAGGTGATTTATCACCGTACTTTTTCCAAGCATCTTTGGCAGGTTTAAATATGTCGCGAACATTAGATTCAGATTGTCCAACCCATTTATTAAATATTTCCGGACCAGACATTAATCTAAATTGATCTCCATGACATCCTAATATATCACCTAAATTACGAGCGATAGTTGTTTTACCAGTACCAGGAGGTCCATAAAATATAATACCTTTTACTGGTTTTAATCCTCTAGATTGATATTCCAATTTTAATTTTCCTCGTGATAAACAAATTGTCCTAACTACTTTTCCTAATTCTTGTGAAATTCCTCCAACATATTTTTCAAGTTCTTCTATGGGATTAGTTGGTACATCATTATTAATATTATTATTAACCAAAACATGTTTAGTATTTTTGGGGAAAACAAAATTTATTTTTGTATCATCTACAATTTCGCCACTATATTGATATTTTTTAGGATTATTTGAACCTGAAAATGTTATATTTTTTACAACTATCAAATAATTAATACCATTGTAAGATACTTTGGAACGAAATTTAGGAGTAACAATTGTGGGAAATTTATTTTTGACAATTTTTTTTAATTTATTCGCATCAAACATTTTCATCTTTTCATCATCATCTGAAAACGAGAAAATAGATTTTCGTTTATTTTCAATTATTTTTAGATCAATTGTTTCCAATTTAAATGGAATTTTATTTGACACAATAAAACAATTAGATTTTATTTCAGTATTAAATAAAATTTTGGTTTTTCTATTAATAGAATATGCAACATTATTAGCCGCTTTGGGTGTGATGTACTCCACAGATAAAGAAAGTATTTTTTCATCTATTTTTAATTCTAGTGATTGTTTTTGTGTTAATTTGTTAAATTTATTATATATATATGATGTCATATCATTGACCGAAACAATAAAATTAGTATTTACATTTAATGATGTGCAGTTAAAACATATTTTTTCTGCGATTTGTGTACCATTTGATATTATTACATTATTTGTATTTGATTTCAAAATAAATTTAGTATCATCTTTTAATAATTTGTATGTATTTCTAAATCTAGTATATTGGTAATTATTATTGGGTACGTTTATAGTAAATGTGAATTCATTATCATCTCGATTAAATACTTTTATTGTACCATCTATAAATCTATCAGTCAATGTTTCTTGAATATATTTGACAAGAATATTTTCATCAATAATAATAGGGAAATTATGCGATGATTCTTGATTGGATGATGTGTTGGAATTAATACATTTAGTAATGGTTATTTTTATGTCACAATTTTTTAAAAACATACATGTGTTTTGAATAATAATATTACTTTCAATGTTTTTAAAATCTAATTTCGTGGATTTAGTCACCAAACCGATAAACAAATCATTAATATCATAAACTGTAATTAAAAGTGGAATATTATTATAATTAATATCAAAACATTGACCAAATGTAACTGGTTTATTACGTAATTTAGATAATATATATTCTGTTAATTTTTTTCGATCAATAAATATATCAAATACAGTATCAGTAGATATATTTATTCGTAGTATTTTAATATTAGGTAATTCATCGTTATAATTAGATACTGTTACATAATCTTTTTCAAAAATATGTGATCTAATATCTTCAAATTGTGATTTAGTTATTCCGATTCTTTGAATATATTTTGACTCGTCATAATATAATTTAGTTTTGTAGACAAAATTACCAATTTTTACAAAATCACCAATATTTTTATTAATATGAATACAAGGATCATCATCATTTCTTATTGATATTTTGGTTGTATTATTATTATAATTATTTTTCCTTTTTTTATTATTACGTTCATCAATAACAGTTTTTGCTATTTTAGGTCCAGTAAAAGCATTATCAAAAGTTCTCTTACTCATTTAATAAATATATTTAATGTGTTCTCATTATTTATATTATATTTAAATCAATAAATAAATCAATTTTTTATGGATTTATTTATTCATGAAATATTAATCATCTGATAACACAGTTGCTGAAGGATCTGATATTTTTTGAGTTTGAAAACGAGGAAGCCAATAATGAGGTAAAACATTATCACGATTATTATATATATCATTAAATATATTACGATAGTATAATGCTTCTTTAATTTCTGGTTTATTGTGTGTAAATTTATTATTCAATAAATCATTGTCACTTATTGTCATATCAGCTATTTTTTGAATATTTTTATACCAATTCATTTCTTTACTCGATACAGCATCAGAAAATGCTTCTTTGGGTCTATATAAGATTTCATTGGGAAGATAATTTATAAATGCATCTCTAATAATTTTTTTTTCCAAATAATCTTGTCGATACATTAATAATTTAGGATCAATACTGGTAATATATTCTACATATTCAAAATCTAGAAACGGAATTCGAACTTCCAAACCATTATCAGCCATTGACCTATCTGTTCTTTTATTATCAAAATAACAAAGTTCGCGTAATAATCTTATTGTTTCCCAATGGAATTCATATTCATTGGGAGCAAAACGCATATATTTGTAACTACCATGTATTTCATCAGATCCTTCTCCAGAAAGTAATACTCGAATATTAGTATGGTCATGTATATATTTTGCCATAATATATTGTGGAGTAGATGCACGAATTGTTGTAATATCATATGTTTCAATAGTATTTATCACTTCGGGAATAATTTTAATTCCCTGTTCAACAGAAAAAGGAACTATATGATGTTGTGTAATGCCAAGATATTCCACAACTTTTTTGGCAGCTTCAACATCTGGACTACCTGGTAATCCAATAGAAAAACATGTTATTTTTTCAGGACCAATAATTTTTGATGCTATAGCAACAATTAAACTAGAATCCAATCCTCCAGAAAGTAAAAAACCAATGGGTCTATCGGATTCTAATCTTTTTTTAACCGCTGATATGAAAAGATTCCGAATATTATTTTGAATTGTTTCAATATTATTATCGTCAACGCAACGAACTGATAATTTTTCAAAATCATAATACTGTTTCATAAAATATGAATATTCAAAATTTTGGAAATCAATATTAGCGGTTAAATCAAGATCAATGTAAATATTGGGTTCTACTTGTTGTATATGTTCCATAATACCATGGAGTGCTTTAAGTTCAGAAGCAAATGCAATAGTATTATTTGTTTTACTGTGACCAATATATAATGGTCTAACACCATATCGATCACGTGCAGCATATAATTTATTTTCTTGTTTACGTAAAACAACCATAGTAAATTCTGCGTCTAATTTGTTAGATATCATTTCCACAAAACCAACTTTTTGAACCATTGGTAAAATAATTTCACAATCGCATTGTGTATTCATAGGAATATTATAATTTGCAGCCAGATTGTGATAATTATAAATTTCTCCGTTGCATATAAGATGATTATCATTACTATCTTGAAACGGCTGCATTCCTGCACTTGAAGTATCCATAATTGCCAAACGAGTAAATCCTAAAAATATAGTAACATTATCATTCACTTTGATAATTTTATAATCTAAATTATCAGGACCTCGTGGTGTCAGTTTGTTTAGACATTGTCTACACTGTTCTTGATCAATTTGATTATTACCATATTGAATCAAGCAAAAAATTCCGCACATTATTATTGTATTTTTAGATAATAATGCTTTAAACCAGTTGATTTATTATCAACTCTATAGAGTAATAATAAATCAATTTTTATTATATCATTCGTTATCAGATTCTTCTGATTCAATTGTGACTTTATTATCACTAATTTCATCAATATATTCACTAACATTATCACTAACATTATCACTAACACTATCATTAGCATTATTAGTTTCGGAATCACTCGCATACTTATCAAGACCATATATTTTTAGAAGTGATTGTACAGAAGCATCTTTTTTGTCAAAGCCAAATGATTCCATAACATGATTAATATAATCAGAAGGATTAGTTTCTGGATTTTTCAACATATCCAGACAATTTTTCAGCTTATTTTTATATTCATCTTGACAATTGGGATTAATTCCAACAAGATCAATTGTGTCAATACATTTGGAATAATAATTATCTATCGTATTATCAATTGTATTTTGTATGTTATTCTCAGTTTGGGGCGAGTTAATACTTAATATATCTGAAACTTCAGAAATAGGAGTGTCTAAGATTGAATCATTCACAGTTTTTTTCCTTGATTCAAAAGGTCGAAATCTAATTCGACGATTTCGATAATTAGATCTATTTTTTGATCTAATATAACGTTTATTTAATTCAGAAATTTTATCTACAGTTTTTTCGCAAGTCAAAGGAGTTAATACTGGTGTTTCAGAATAATTGTGAGTTTGTACACAATAGTCACCAACAGGATTACAAGTAGTACTACAATATATAGGAGTTGTAGGTTTAAGAGTATTCATGTTTCCATCAATATGATCATATATTGACGCATTATTGATCGGATTAATAGTGTTATTATACAAATCAGGAGTATAATTATACAAATCAGAAGTGTTATAATTTGAAATATATGTTTTAAATATATCAACAATCTTTTCGCAAGAAAGACCAATAGCTTTGTATAAAAGTGAATTATTGAGATAATTATTGGTATGATTTTCCACATTACTAACAATATCTAATATGGAATACACTGTATGTTTAACTATGGCTTCATTTTCTTTGAAAATTTTAGCACATTGATTTACAAATTGTCGTTGACAATACGAAGCGACAATATCACGCGTAATACGATATACATAATAAAAAATTGGAGTAATAATTACAGTACTAAATAACATACAAAAATAAATTAAACTAGCTTCGATATTGATAATCATTATAATAGTAAAGTATAATTTATACTTTATATAATTTTATTCCATTTCCTCACGATGCATAATATTAATTTTATTTACATACTCCATTTGTTCACTCATTGACATAAATACATTATTTTTTGTATTATTTCGATTAATAGCTTCTAAATAAGTATCATCATCACTCATTTCAATATTACACATTGAAATAATATACGTATTATTATTGTTTGAAAAAAAATCAATGTCAGAAATTTTTTTCCCATGGTAACATAATTTAATATAATAATCTTGTTTTGCGATAAAAATATGACCCAATAATTCAACCATAAATTCATCCATAGTTGCTATCAAATTTAATATAATAGTTTCTGATAATATTATTTTATTTTGATTATGAAATAATTTATGATTCCATTCACAAATATCATTTTTTAATTTACGATTTACGATATGTAAAAAATAAGAATTTAAATTTTTATCTATTTGGCCAATAATAGGATTATTGGCCATATTAAACTCAATATCAATTGAATATTTATTATTAATTTCACTAACCAAATTACATACATTATTTGTCTCGCTATCATAATATTTGTCTGTATCTGACATTAAATCAATAAATTTATTTTGAGACATATTTTGAGATTTATTTTGAGACTTATTTTGAGATTTATTTTGAGACTTATTTTTTAGTCCAATATTTATAAATTCATTATTATCGAATTTAGTTTTTTTTTGTTTTTGAGTGTAATATATTATTACTATTATTAATATTAAAAATATCAATAATAAAAAATACAATAACTTCATTATATTAATATTAGATTTATTTATGAACAATCTAATATTAATCACCACTGTCACCTTCTTGAGCATAATCTTCATCTTCTTCTGCATAATAATCGCCTTCAATATCTAAAGCTTCTGCCTCTTCTCTTAAATCTTCTATTTCATCTGGTTCACCAACATCAGGCACTAAATTATCAATATCAGGTTCGGTATCATCTATCTGTTCTTCTAATTCACGTGATTGTTCGAGACCTTGACCTTGTTTTAATATGTCAATCATATATTCTGATCCATAAAGTATATACTCATAACGTTTTAAATCCATGGATTCATTATAAATATCTTCATGATATAAATTATAAGTATAAACAATTATTTCAATAAACATTTGACATAAATTTGTTTTTACAATTTTGTCAGTATTACTTTCAATAATGGATTTTATTTCATTGACCAAATAATACATAATTTGACTACTGGCAATATCATAATAATTTATAATATCTATATTGACATATTTAATATCGGAAGCTTTTACATTGGTTTTGTTCCATTCAACAGATTTTTGTACAAAATCGTTTCGCAAATAATTCCAATCATCAAATGCAGTATTATTTTCACCCAAATTAAATTCACGTAAAATAGTGTAATATTTAGTAACAATTCTGTCTATATTTTGTGATGATGGTAATATTATAGGTTCCTTATCTTCATTAATAGTGTAATTTTTGATTTTATAAACAAATAAACTTATTTTATCAACAATAGATTTCATATTAAATGTATGTTCGCGAATTAAATTATCTAATATTTTATAATAATTACTATTAGTATCTGATATTGTTTTACTGTTTTTATTAAACATATCACCAATATCAATATATTTAGTTTGATATCCCAAAGATAACAATCTATCATATATACTGTAACTTATTTTGAGATAAACGTTTGCTTTGACTAAAATGTATTCTTTATGCCTTTCACGATATCCTAATAATTTTAAAGTGATAGCATCGTAAAATATGTCTGCTTGTATTCTATTATCAGTGTAATAATAAACATCTTTTTTGAAATAATTATGATCCGATCGGAAATTTATTATTTTATCGTTTTGTGAAATAATAATTGGTTTATCAATAGGTGCTCCCAGATAATTATGATCAATAATGTAAACACTATTTCTTAAATAAATTGGATATTCACTTATGTCTAAATTATTATTTTCTCCAATATATTTTTCAAATAAATCCATTAATTTAGTGATAATATGATCCATTTGACCATATATTTGATCATTAGAAACTGAATTAGAATCAGATCCTGTGCTTTCACGATTAAAATCAGAAACAATTTGATCAAGTAATTCTTCTGTATATTGTTCTTCATTTTGTATTTCTAATTTATTTTTAGCAATTGATTTAGCCAATAATTCTGCATTTCTATCTTCAATACGATTAATATTGTCTGATAAAGTATCAAGTTCTTTTTGATTGTATTTATCATTCGGATGATGACCACAAATAGTACAAGTTATCTCACTGCCAGTATTAACAAAATCATGTACAGAACCAACTGGACATCTTCTGGAAGCGATAACGGACAAATTATAATAATAAGATGCATTTGTTCTGTCAATTTCACCAGTTACGACACTTCCCAGTTCACCACATTTACTACATTTTAGATCATGACCAACACTTAACCAATTGTGATATTGACCATCAGGACAATTAGTAATATCAGTAATTTTAAGTTGAGCCGGATAAATAACTTCATCTGGTCTGTCATAAATTATTCCTGAAGTTAATTTATAATCGGGTATAATTCTTGGTTTGACAGATATTTCAATAGGATTAGATATAGAGTACGTGGGTATTTCATTTTGACGACTCACTGGAATTTCATCAATTCCTCTTCTGGGATCCCATTTAGCATGATTTCTTTTTAAAATATTGATTATTTCATTATTTTTGAAAGTTGAATTTAATTGTGAATATAATTTCGAAGTTGTTAGCATATATATGTAATCATTTTGCATTTTACCTGAATCAATAGCTACACTGTTAAATAAATCAACGAATGAATTTATAATTATTTTAGAATAAAGAGGATCAAAAACTTTATTACTTTCTGTTGAACGATTCCATAATTTATATCTCACAAGAAAATATGACAATAGATACAATAGATAACATAATACAGGATATTCAGTAATATGAACAGTTTCATTACTATTTATATTTTTCTTTATTAATAGATCACCAAATAATTTTGGACCATATTGTAAATAAACAAATATATTGCAATATTTATCTGAAGACATCATGGATATTTGTGATCCATTTAACTCTGTTATGAATATCATTATAAAATACAATAAAATATTATTAAATTTAATTTTATTGAGATCATTTTCTACATCTGATGATGATGGATTTAAATTAAATATTCCATCATCGAGTTCAAAAAATAATATAGTATTGTCGAGATTTTTATTAATATTAAAATTTTTGGCATAATATTCAAGCCGCTCTTCATAATTAATATTTTTGCGAAGATTCACAATATTATGTTTTACCAATAAATCTATAATATTTTTTACGAGTGCTTTTCTTTTTTGACGAGTTTGACTTGAAGGACCAACCAACATATTCGTGCTAGTTATTAAAGAAACTCGATTGATTAAAGCATCCAAATATCTAATGGATAATTTGTATTTAGTATATTCTCTTATTTCTTCTAGAGGAATATCAGATGGAACATAAGCAGTCACGAATTTTTGTGTATTATTATCAAAACTACCATCTTGAACATATTGTTTAAGCGGTAAAATTTGCCCACATATCTTACAAACATAATCCAATTGTGTTGTTTCCAATGAAAATTTTTCTATAAATAATGTCATTTGCGAATTGTATTTGTTAAGATTTTGTGTTTTAATTTTATTAATTTCATTCCACTCAGATTCATGTTTACATTTTCCTTCAGATCTTGCAATAACATTTTTATCTTTTGTGGTTCTGGAATAAGCTTGCAATTGAATATATTCTTGTGGATGTAATGGATTAACAGTATCTATTTTAATAATAAGTGATTTATTATCTATTATAGGTTCATATATAGGCATTTCAATTTTACTTCCTTGTGGTTGATATATTTTACTAACATCAATTTGTTTATTTTGTAAATATTTTTTAATTAATAATTCGCGCTTATCATTTTGTTTTAAAAATAATCTATTCACAGTAGAATACATTTCTACCATCATTTCAATTTTAGAAAACGGAAGAAAAGTATTAGCTTCTACTATATCTTGTAGTTTACGATTTAATAATAATATTATTCTATCATATATTTTTGCATTCATAATTTTGATAGTTTCTTGGAAACTGTTCGATTTAGTATTTTCATAGGTATCCATATCATAAACATCTAAATTAACATCATAGGTCCAATATATTATTTTATTAAAAATATCTTGATTCATATTACTAACTCGTGAAAAATCATTATAAATGCGAAATACAGGCTCAAATTCTACACTAATAGTATCAATCAATATATATTTGATAATTTTCATAAATATTTCATATCCATTATCGGATGAGAATTCTACTTTTTCTCCATTTTTAATATATTGTATATTAATTTCTCTGATATCAACCATATTATCTTTTTTAACGCATTGTATTGGTCCATCTATAAAAGGACCAAGTGACAATCCAACAATATCTATAGTATCTCCATTTTTTGCAGTATGCATTTCAACTTCCAAGTTAGTTGTTTGTGATTTATATTGTATATTGCTATATCTCAATAAATTAATAGTTTCATCAGTGTTTAAAGTTAAAGTGGTACCATTCTTCAAATAATCTTTGAAACTAAAATATGCATTATTAAGTATTTGTCGTAATTCTAAAAAATATTCATTACCTTCAATAGCTTTTCTACCTTGTTTAATAATTTTTTGTAACACATAAAGTTCGTCCAAATAATTATGTAATACGGCTTTTCTGTAAATTAAAGGATTTTGAAAATATTTTTTAATATCATTCAAAATTTCGGGATTGTTTTTTACATTACTTGAATAATAATCAGATATGGCATCTAATTTATTGACTATTAATTGTGCTCGTGTATTTTCTTTTTTTTTACGTTGCTGATATAACAATGCTAATTGCACATTTTTAGAATTATTGGTACTTGTTAAAGGAATATTAACTGCATTAGTTTCAGTTTCTAATCTTTCGGTATCTCGATGATATCTAAGAAAATCATCAACAATGGGAGTTATTATTTTAAACTCTATCAAATTATTATTTTTTGATTCTACACTTTCAACGGATGTTATTATTTCACTTTCGTTTACTAATTCATACATATCACGAGCCATTCTTTCGGGATTATCTTCGCCTTCAAATATTTGTCTAAAACTATCTAAATCAGTTGAATCATCATTCGCTACCACTATATCTATGTAAGTATATTCTTGTTTATCTTCCTCAATTTCATTTATAATATCAAAAACAATATTTTTTTCTTGATTATTATAAATTTCTCCGAAAACAATCGTTTTTATAAGATTGTGCGCATTAATCTCAACACTATCTTCTTGATTTTTAGACACAATCATAAGCAAATATTCATCAATATATTCTTTTCCCAAGGTATTAAGAAAATTAACTGTATCTTTTATTTCTAAAATATTAAGAGCTTTTTTTTGAAGATCTGTCATTAATAAAATATCGGAACTTTGTTTAATTATTTTAAAATATTTGATTATTTGATAATTATTTTCCGTATCAAAAAAATTTTTTATCGTAAAAGTCGAATTTTCTTGCAATTTTGAATATTGTATTAAATTATTTCTAAAATCTTTAATAGATCCAGTATAATAATATGCAATTGCTAAAAAATAATAATATGCAATATATCTTTTAATAATATCAATAATTCTATTAAGATTTTCTTTATTATTAATCATTTTTTGTATTTCAGATATGTCAATATTTTTCATAAATTCATTTATGAAATTATTAATTTCATCACGATATTCGACAAAATTGATTTTATTCGATTTTGTAATGGTGTTAAACGTTTCATCATTGGATAAACCTTGCAGGTACAATTGATTCAAAATATCATCAATAATTTTATCGATTTGATTAACATACATGTCAGAAATATATATATTAATCTATATTTTTTATGATTAGTTTTTGACTGATACAAAAATCTATTTAAAGAGCATTTAAATTATTATTTTGTTAAAAATAAATAACCTATATAAAATTATAAAAAAATATGTTAGATTCGATTGGTTTTAAATATTATGATTTATAATAATGTTTGATATAGAATTTGATCCATATTTTGCTTATGGGCTATGCAAATTAGCATATTGCAATACCACTGAATTTTATAAAAATGATTCAACAATAAGATGTTTATTTGATATTAATGATTCTATAATATGTACTGCATCATTAGACATAAATTATGTAATATTTTTATGGTATAATAATGATAAAAATAAATGGGTTGTAAATCATTCCATAAATTCATCTAAACATTTAAACAAAATAAAAAAATGGGTAAATAAGCTCAAAAATATAGATAAACAATTTATTTATATTTTTCAATATTGTGAAAATAATGATATTAAAAATTTGTGCGTATATGATACATTTTCTAGGATTTTTTCTTGTGAAAATTATAATTATATAAGAGAACTAACATCTAATTTTTTATGCGTAACACATAATTCAATTATATATTTTAATTCAAAACATTTTATGGATTTATTTTTATCAACTTTACAAATTTCAAATAATCGTAATGATGTAGAAAAAGTTATTAATGTATTATCATCTGATAAATACAATAATTATTTTAATCCAATAATAAACGACTATCGTAATTTAATAAAATCAACATCTAATATTATTCCTAATGAAATTTATTCACAAATATTTACAGAATTACGTTTATCAGACACAGATTATCATAAAATAAATTTCACAAAATTCAGCGAAAATATGTTAGACATTTTGATCAAATCACAAAATCATAATATTAATAAAATATTAATTGATTTGATAAGTGGTTTTAGAAAAGATTTTGTTTGTGAATTAACACAATTATATCATCGTTTTAGGTGTTTTCCTCACGAAAGATTACGCATGTATAAAAAACACCCTAATCATGGGTATACTTATTTATTAAAACAAATACATAACTATTATTGTGCATATGGACAAAAAATAAATGATAGTATTGTTTCTGATATATTATCAGAGCAATTGGATCCTTTTCATTTATCAAATTCTGCATGTTATTATGACAACAACGATTTTTTAATATATATGATACGTGCTATTTCAAACAGAAGTGAATATATGACGTCATATCATGAAATATATTGCGTAACACAATGGTCTGATAAAAAACCAAAATATGAATGTAAACCATATTTTCCATTTAATATATATTCTTGTAATATATTTATTATTGAACATATGTTTAACAATTTGGCCAATAAATTATAATAAGTTGATTATTGAATTAATTAATTATTGAACAAATTTAATAATTAATTAATTTATTTTTTACCTGAAAGATGTGCGATTAATTCAAAAACATTGATCAAATATTCAACACAATCAATAAATACTTTAATAGGATTCATAGTAGAACCCGAATATAGTTTATATGAAACTACTATTTTATCAATAAATGGATGCGGCATATTATATCCTGCTTTTTCAATAAATTCACATTTTTGCAGTACTTTTTCTAATAAATTTCCAAGTGTATGATCTTCACCATATAATTCAATAACAATTTCTTTACTAGGATCTTGATTTTCTTGATAATTATTTGAGATAAAATTTTTGAGATTTTGTAATTTTTTAACAATAATTGTGCACGATTTTAAAAATATAGTATTTTTATCTAATTGTTCAAGAGTTTCATACCACAACACATATTTATTTTTATCAATTTCATCATATGTGACATTTGTAGTAGCTTCATAAGAAGCATACATTTTTGCGATACCTAAATTAGCTTCTGCACGTAAAGAAATTTCTTCTGAAGGTTTAAGTACTAATATACAAATTGGTTCTCGTTTTGCATATGAATTCGACACAATACCATCAACTCTCAAAATCGCATCATGTGATGTAACAAATCTATCATTACCAGTATTATTCTTGATATTTAATGACAATTCAATTTTAAATAATTTTTTTTTGGAATCATCAAGTTCTTGTTTAGTGTTAGATTCATCATCAAATCTATGTTTGTCCTGAATAAATTTTCCGAATAAATTTCTCATAACTTCATTAGTTAAAAAAGTTTCTGGATTTTCTAAATCAAAATAATTTGGTATATCAAAAATAGATAATGTTTCTATTAAATTATAAATCATATCAAAATTATACATATTTCTGGATCTTTCAGCTTCTATATGTATATTGGTGCGATGAAATCCATATATAGGAATATATAGGTAAATTGATCTTCTTATTGCATTAATAATACTACAGTCAATACTTTTACCTTGAATCTCGAGACGTAATTCATGAATATTCGATGGTTCCAAATGTTTGATTGAAATGTTTGGTTCAGAATATATATCAATAATATCACTATTATCTTTTAATTTAGTTTTTTTACTACTCATATATTTATAATAATATTATGTTTATGTTTATGTTATATTAAAAATTGAATTTTTTTTCAATTTTTAATAAGTAATTTTGTTGTAAAATGATCATAATGGATTGGATTGAAACAAATGCATATCTTAAAGGTATATGTAATAATTTATCACATTTACATGATCCTGTGCGAGTAGCTGGTTTTGATTTGGATGATACTTTGATTTATAAATCCCGAGCCAAAACGTCGACTAAAAAATGGAAATTAGTAGATATTACAATTAAGGAAAAAATAGCTAATCTTGTTAAAAATAAATATATAATTGTTATTTTTACTAATCAAGGTGGTATGAGTCTCAATAAAAATTTTGACAAAATAACTTGGAGAAAAGCAGTTGATGATCTTATTAAAATATTAATATCCGAGCTAAAAACAAATCATTATTATTTTGCCGTATATGCAGCAAAAACATATGATTGTTATAGGAAACCAAATGTTGGTATGTGGAATATTATGAAAAATGATCTCAAACAAGAATTTTCATTGGATAAAATTAGAATATCAAATAAATCTTTTTTTTGTGGTGATGCAGCAGGTCGTGTTAGTCCAAGTTTTTTGCGCAAAAAAATTACTCCCTCTTCTAATCGCGGAGATTTTTCCGATACAGACAGAAAATTTGCTATTAACATAGGTATAGATTTTATTACACCTGATGAATTTCTACTTGATAAATCTGATAATGGTGAATACAAACTTCAAGGATTAAATCCAAAAAAAATTATGAATAATATTAAATTTGATAAATATGTTTTTGTTCCTCGAAAAAAAGAAATGATTGTAATGATTGGACCACCCGGATCTGGTAAATCATATTTCGCTAATAAATATATCGTGCCACAAAATTATGTTTATATAAATCGAGATACATGTAAAACTAAAGTTAAATGTTTATCCGAGACAAAAAAAGTTTTAGACAAAGGTAAAAATATTGTCATTGATAATACAAATCCTGATATATTGTCTAGAATGGAATATACATCATTAGCCAAACAATATGGTTATAAACATATTAGAGCAATTATTATAAACACTGAAGAAGCTATTTATAAACACTTAAATAATGTCAGACATATATATAGTCAAGGTAAAATACCAAAAGTATCGGATATTGCCTATAATATTTACAAAAAAAATTATATTGAGCCCAAAAAATCCGAAAATTTTGATATTATTGAAACTATCAATTTTGTTATGGAAAAAGATAATTTTTCGGACGAAAAATGGAAAAATGCTTTTTCAAAATTATCAGAATTTAAGTAATATTATTTTCAAGATCTGGATTATATCGCGAATATCTTACATCTTCATATCTCAGACAATTCAACTGATTTTCTTTACAAGTTTCCGGTAAATCATATAACCATTTGGCAAAATTATTTTGTTCATTAGGTATTTTTATTACAGGTGTAGTATAAAAATGTCTATCATTTTTTTCGTTTATGGATATTTTCACTTTATCTCTGAGATATTCTTGAATATCATCTTTATTAGGATTACAAACTGGAAATTCATTAATATTTTCATATAAATCTAATTGATTTATATTCATAAAAGGATTATTGTGTATTGGTATTTGACAATTACTTGATATGATTTTCTTATTTGAATCATTATTATTTAAATCATTATTATTTGAATTACTTTCATTGAAATTTTCTCGATAATCACCAATATTATATCTAGTATTTGCAGTTATAAAATATATTATTATGATAACCACAATAGCTATAATTAATGCATATGCATAATTGACTACTAATGATAGCAATGCCGATAGTATTAATAAATATAGAAATAATCTGGTCATAGCATTTAAAGCTTCTATTTGGGTCATATTTGAAGTTGGAATGATTTTATACCAATTATCATTATCAAATAAAATCATTGGATTATATATCCAAAATACATCATTTTTATTATCTGTCATGATTATTTATTATATCAATAAATAATAAAATTATTTATTGATATTAATTGAATCAATTCAGAGATTTAAAAACTGTGATTATGTGATTCAACATAATTTGTGGTCCTACATAACAATTATTAAAATTATTAATAGACATGTCGGCATAAATAGAAGACGGTAAAACATGAGTTTTATATGATGGCCAAACATCACGAGTGACACGTAATTGTACTTCTTCGATATCTCTTCCTCTTTCAGCTACATCACGAATAGTTCTTCTAAATATTTGTGTTGGCTCATCTGCATTAATAAATATTTTCATATTTAACAAATTTCTCAAACGTTCTTGAGTAAAAATTAGTATTCCTTCGACAATAATAATCTTTGCTGGATGTAAAGTCATTGTTTCCGACTTCCTACTATGCGTTACAAAATCATAAATAGGACTTTCAATTGATTTATTTAACGAAAGCATTTCTAAATGCTCTTCTAGCAAATCAAAATCAATGGAATCTGGTATATCATAATTAGTTTCACTATCACCACCTTTGTAATATGAATCTTGACTAATAATCAGTACTTTTTCATCATTTGGAAACATCTTAGTTATTGTTTCAGTTATCAAACTAGTAATAAAAGTTTTTCCGGAACCAGAACCACCACATATCCCTATAATATAGGGAGTTTTAATTGTTTTATTGTGAGTATCAGTAAATTTATTAATCATTGAATCAATAACTGCGTGTTCCTTGGTATTTTTGGTATTCATCAAATTTCCGGTAATTTTTTTTTCTTTCATATATATTTTTTTAATTTTTTTCAAATTTGAAGCGTGTTCCATAAGTTCTTTGGCTATAAAATAAACCACAAAAGAAATAATTACTGCTATTAATATTTCCATTTAATATATCAAAGGTATTGTATTTTTATACTATTAACCTAATTGATAATATCAAAATTAAGAATCTATCAATGGATAATTTTATCAATTTTTTATTAATATTATATGTTGTACATATTAATATTTTCTATTAGTTTATTACCATTAGTTATATTAGTAGTAACGATAATACAATGTGGACATATATTTTTTATCATTGATATTTCATCATAAATACAACCACCAATAAAAAAAATTATGATTGGTTCATTTGTATTTAAATAATTCAAATAAGGATTTTTTTGTAGATTTATTTTTTTAAAAAAATTTAGAACCAACAAATAATGATAGCCATAAGTATTAATAATATTATTATTGAGATCATTTAATTGTGAATTATTTTTTTGGATATGTGAGTAAAGTAAATATAATCTAAAAATTTTGGTAAATGATTCATGTTTATTAATACATTCTTCAATATAATCATGACATTTATTTAATTTTTTACCCAATAATAAATATTGTTCGATTTCGATTTGTTCACTTATTATTAATTTTTTTTTTAAAATTTTTTCTGCCAAGTCAATATGTATTTCAATATCATTTTGTTGATTTATTATTTCGGGTAATTCTTTTACCATATTTTTTAATTCTTTGATACTAGAATTTTTGGTAATATTTTCTCGATATTGTTTTATATTTTTACATTTATTGCTTAAAAAATATCCAACATTCGAAAAATTAAGATATTTTATATTTTGATAAATGTAAGAATTATTATCCAGAATAATATTTGGTTCATTTTTTATTCTATTACCAGTAATTTCAAAAAATTCATCGATTAAGCCTTGATAAGTGGATTGTGTGATTAATGGTGTTATTAAATCAGTTGTTCTATCCATAATAATTAAATTAACAATTCCAATTTTATCATGTATTGATTGTTTTTGCAACATCGCTTTATTTATAATTTCCGAATATTTACCCAAAGTCGTAATATTCTTAAAACAACCATACATTTTTCCCAATTTTAATAATGCATTTACTAATATTGGCGAAGAACTATAATCATCATTGACCATATCTTTAAAAATATGATTTAATTCCATTGACAACACATTATTACATACTGGTAACCAATAAAGTTTTAAATTTATTCCATGATTAAAATATGTTTCATGTGGTACTAAATATACAATATCATTTTGTTTGACAAAATTATTGATTAAAATTTTATTGTTTGGACGTATGATAAAAATTACACTATCATTATTATCTGGTAATGACAAGTTATCGGACGAATAATTTAAACATGAAATTTTTGCATTTATATTTTTGATACTTAGAAAAAATGTAATTAATTCCGGATCAATAAAAATTTGGTGTCTGTTTTTTATAATAGGAATTATTTTTGAATTTATTTTATTTAATACATGGTCATTCATTATTTTGTTAAAATATCAAAAATAGTACTAATTTAATTTAAAAATAATCAATTTTTATTTTAAATTAAATTTATCTTGTTAAGCTTTTTTTATTAATCCATATTTACCATTTCCGAGAGGAACAATTTTATCTCCATTTGGTAATACTACTTCGTCTGATACATCTGATTCAACATTAGATGTACTAGTTACAGAATTTACAGGTGATGTAGGTGACATTATGGTATCCGATTTATATGATGGATTTAGCATATTACATGATTGCATCATTTGAAATATATGAAACCATTTTTTCATTTGTTGTAATGTTGGTAAAGTATCATCATTATTTAGTATTTCTTGTGATACAGAATTTGGCATATTTGTTGGTATATTTGTTGGTATATTTGTTGGTATATTTGTTGGTATAATTGGCATATTTGACATGTTATTCATTGGATTCATCAAACCATTTGGCATCATTTGTGAAGACATTTGTAGTCCATTATTTTGCATAGGAATATTATTACGTTGTTGCATCATATTTTGTTGCATTAAAACATTAACTTGTTGTTGTAGAATATTAGGATTATTCATAAGATGGTTATATAACATGGGATTACTTTGAGCATTATTGAGAATTTGTTGTCTCAGAAACATAGGGTTGATAGATTGATTTTGTTGCCCATACATTTGATTCATATTTTGATTCATTCCTTGATTCATTCCTTGATTCATTCCTTGATTCATATTTTGACCATTTCCATTTCTAATATTATTTTGCATCATTACTTGTTGTTCACAAGTGACAATAAATGTTTCTATTTCACGTTCATTAGAAGTAGAATATTGACTAAAAGAATTTCCCATATAATAAGATTCAAAACTAGGAGTAGTTTTAACATTATTTATATAAATACTATCGCTATCAAATTTATCCACATCAACAATACAAAAAATTGTCAAAGTATGGTTTAGCGCGGCTTTTTCAAAACTTTGTAAGGCTCTTCTGCATTCAGAACTATTTTTTATAAAATACATTAATATAACTAATTTATCTGATGCTGTATCTAATATTTTTTTAAGATCAACATCATTACTAACTCTATAAAAATTTTCCATATTATAACATAATTATTTACCATTTTTTATATTTTAACAACCAGACACATTTTAAAATATTTAATTTTAAAATATTTTAATTTAATGTTATTTAATTGATTAATATTTAATTAATTAAATAATATACTATGACTATTAATTATTATTTGCATTTAAAAGTCCAGAAAGTACACTTTCAAGTTTACCAGCATCAATATCCCCTGATCCACTACGGATTGAATTAAAGAAATCATCACGATCTAAATTCTTGGTTTTAATTATATCTTCTAGACCACGTATTGTTTCATCCGATAAATTACTATTATCGGTTTTTGATCCAGAATTTAGCGCCGGAATAAAAGTATCAATCATTGTTTTTAATTCTTTTGGTATATTTTTTTCACCAGTAGGATCTTGAATTGTTTCTTGGAATATTTCAGTTACTGCACCTAAAGTACGTTTAAAACTATCAGGATCTTGTTCAAGATCTCCACGTAATTCATTGGCTACATTTTGTGCAATACCAAAAATACTTTGAATGGCATTTTCACCACTTAAATTGGCGGAATTTAATTTGCTAGATATAGAATCTATCATTCTTGACATAGTGTTATCTTGTCCTAAACCTTTTTTAGAAAAAATTTCTTTGACTTCTTGTGTTGCTTCATTTACTTTATCGTTAGTAATACCACCTTCCTTAAGTTTAGAGCTTAAAAATTTATCAGCAGCCATTAATTTACCCATTTCTATTTTTTCCTCTATATTTTCTATTTCAATCAAAATATTTTCCAAGTAAATAGCAGATTCATCAAAAATTTTTTTTTTGGTAATATTAATTGTAGTCAGTTCTGCATTAGAATCAGTTTTAGTTATTATCATTTGCGAAATATAAAAAAGAGACCTGGTGTATTGCCAAAGCAATTCACGGTATTTACTTTCTCTTAATATAAATATAATTGGAACATCTGATAAAATCTTAATATCATATTTAGTGGCATGCAAAATCATACTTTCTAATGTATTATCACTCAATGAACTATGACCAGCAAAATAAGTCATTTTCAGCTGATTTTCTTTAACTCGAATATCAATCGGTTTATCTTGGTCATCTACTTTTAATACAAGATTAAGTCTTTTCAAACATCTTCTGACATAAGTTTCGTCGTCTGAACTGATTTCTTTCGAAGATTCAATTTCTTTGAGTTTATTATATACATTAATACATTTTTCTAAAGTAGAATCTTTAGTGGTACCTTTATTTATATAAATACTTATTTTAAGATAATAAGTAAGATGTTGAATAAACATTCCAATATTTATGTCCATTGATTATTATAATAATTATCATCAAATAATTTTTATATAATCAAACCTATTTAAATTTTATTAATCAAATAACAAATTTATTTATTTATAGATTTAAATAAATATGCGTGAGCATATGTAGTGAGCGATGTAATTTTATCTTTTATGATGTCTTTATTTTTTCTATCAAGAATCCTCCATAGACTTTTAAACATTTCGGATCTAATCAATCCGAATTCATTACCTACATTAATTTTAGCATCAGGAATGGGCATATCTAAGAATACATTTTCATCACCACCGTAAATTTCAGCAGCATATTCTAATATAATGAGTGTGAATTTATCAATTGGTAATTTCGCATTTATTTTAATTGCAGTTTCAAAAAGAAATTTATATGAATCTACTTTACATTCATTTTCTTTCTGAAGTAATTTAATAATTCTTGACATTTCAGCAAATAAATCAGTAGCATCTTGATTAAATAATTTAATTATTTGAACATCACTCATTGCTTGGGCCATAGATAAAATATCTTTGTTAATTGCAGGATTCACTTTTTGGAGTGAATATACAACTTTTTCAAGTCTTTCCGTATCCTGCTGTCTTTTTTGCATATCTATGGTTACTGTGCTCATTATTAATGATACTTATATATATTTTTTTATATTGTTTTGAACTCATTACCATCCATGAATGATAATATCTTGAGATTTGATAATTGATTTTTGTATAAAATAATCTCTGATAGCAATTCGATGATCTCCGGTAAATTGTATATATTTACCATCATCATTTTCTTTAATCGAGCCAGTACAGTGTAGTAATTGTCGCATGGATTTTAATAGCATATTTAAATCTACACGCTCAGGTATTTTTTCAACAATTGTCATAGATTTTCTTTTAGTACGAGGAATTAATTTAATATGTGTTTTTTCTGTATGTGTTAAATTATCTTTTAAAATTTCATCCATAGGATTAAAAATCCCAGTATTAGTCTCTAGCATATATAATAATAGTAATATATATTATTATTATATCATATTTTATAATTATTTGTTAATCTTCAAGTCTATTACTTCTAGTGGAATAACCTCCTCTGGGCATATTATCAGTCCATACTATATGTTTATGATCTTGTGGATCAAACGGTAGTAATTGAAACCTATCATAATCTTTTTCTGTTATTTCTCTCTGTCCCGGTAAATGAGTCATTTCACGTTGCATCAATGAGCTCTCTACATTAATATTTCTAATATGATCGGGAAAATAATCACTTATATTTTTACATGAATCATTATCATATGGTCCAATATATGGTTCATTAATGGGTACTTGTAAAGTATCTTGACGAGCACCATATTCATAAGGATTATAATAATCATTAATTGTATTATTATATTGCGATCTTTTTCCCATTCTAGTTGAAGAAGAGCCACGACATCCTGGTTCCAAATTATTATTTTCTGTACTTGGTGTAAATGTGTTATTTTTCCAATTTCTCCAATCTACTGGTACTTCTCTACCAATTGGATCATATATTTCATTGGCTCTATTAATAGGTATATTTGGTTTATTTATGGGTATATTTGGTTTATTTATGGGTATATTTGGTTTATTTATAGATTTGGTATTTAATTTTTTTTGATAATATAATTTTTGATTTTTTATGTGTTCTATATATTTTTGTAAATATGTAAGGTCTTCAATACTGAGTGTTTCAATTGGATTATTTGATCTAGCATTGACACTAGGCATTTTTTTAGAAATATCATTTAATACTGTTTTTAATTTATTATTTTGTTGACCACAATTACTCATTATAGTATATAATTATAATATATATTAGAATTAGACAATAATCAAGTCCATTATAGTATAATTATAATAATTAAATAATATATTTTAAAGATTCATTATTGTATTAAATTATAAATGGATAATTATCGAAAACAAGAAGAATATTATAAATATGTGGAACAGAGACGTGAAAAATTTGTGGATTTAACTCCTAAATCGAATGATTCTATTATTTGTTTAGCTAATTTAATTTTTACCAAATCATTACAATCATTAGATTCAGATTTAGCAGGTTTATTAATAGATGATTGTATGGATATTCAAGATTTATTTTGTATGTTGGTCGAATTGGTATTACATGGACTTAACATTTTAACCGAAAATAAATATAATGTTTTTGATTTACAAAATGAAGATGATAACATTATTGATACGATACAAAAATATTTAAAATCTCTTGGATTTAAATTCACAATTCATAAAAATATTAATAATGATATTAATACCATTCGAGAAATTTCTAATTATTATTGCGAAATATTACCCAAACCACCTTCATATTTATGTTTTCCTGGATGGTATATTCTCAATTATAGAATAATATATGCCGAAAAATGTATTGTTCATACTAGTATTGATCAATATCGAGCGATTTTTATGACTAATAAAAAAGAAATATTTGAATTTAGTTTTTCATTTTTATCAAAAAATTGAAAAATAAATACACGTAATATATTATGTCGCTAAATTATATTATAATTTATAATATAATTTAGAATCATGCCAAATTATGTAGCTAATTATGTTATTATCAAAGGTAAAAAAGAAGAATTAATTAAATTTTGGAATCAAGCTACTATAACTGGTGAATTTGAATATGAAAATTTGTATCTAGATCCAAAAAATGAATATACATATGATTGGTGTATAGATAATTGGGGTAATAAATGGGGAGCTTCTAATGTCGAGGAATCAAATATAGATATTAATAATAATATTATTGAATTATACTATGATACTGCTTGGAGTACATCTAATCCATTCTGGAAAAATATAACCAATAAATATAAAATCATAGTGAAAAATTATTTTCATGATGAAGGTTCATGTTTTTGTGGACATGTAAAAATAAAAAATGGTGAAATTATTAAAGAATTAGTAGTTGATGATTATGATAAAAATAAAAATTTATACATAAAATATGCAAATCTTTGTGGTCGTGAAGGCTATTATTATGATAGTGAAGACGATGATGATAATTAAATTAAATATATCATATTTATAATTGTGTTATAAATACGATATATTAAAACTATTATATATATAATTACTTGATGAGTTCTATTAATGTACTATTTTATAGTAATAAGTGTGAAGGTTCAAAACTACTTTTATCAATGTTCCAAACTGAAAATTTAACTAGATTTTTCCACTTGATTTGTACAGACAATAATCCCAAAATTCCTTCGCAAATCAAAGTAACGCCTACGTTAATGATTCGGGGCATAGCTTCGCCGTACGAAGCCTCAGATGCTTTTGCTTGGTTGGCTAAAATTAAACAATATAAATATATTATGACAATGCAAAAAATGGGTAATGCACAACAACAATATTTACAAAATATTACTGGCACTGTAGATGGTACAAATGTATTAGGATTTAGTGAATCAGAAATGAATGGCATGTCTGATATTTTTTCATTCTTTTCAAAAAATATGGCACAAGAATGTCAAGATGCATTACCACAAACATTTGTGACATGTAATAATTTAGGTAATGATAATATATTCACACCTCCATTAGAAGATGGTAAATATATTATTTCAGAAAAAGGAAAATATAAAATAAATGCGTCAAAACAAAAAGAATTACATAATAAATTAGAAATGGAACGCAAAAAACAAGATGAACTAATAAAACAAAATATTCAAAGTTTTAAAAATCAATACAATCAATAAAAAAATTGAAATTAATTAATATTAATATATATTATTATTATCAATAGTATTAATATATATTAATGAGTCATTCAAATATTAGGAGAATTCAAAATGAATTAAAAATTATTGACAAGGAACGTTGTAAATATATTGATTTATTTACGATCGAAATGATTGACGATAATATTTACTGTTGGAAAGCACATATAAAAGGTCCAGAAAATAGTCTTTATGATAATTATAAATTTGAATTAAAAATAGAACTACCAGATGATTATCCATATACTCCTCCCAAAGTTAAATTTATTACGCCTGTTCAACATATGAATATAAATGATAAAGGAGATATTTGTTTGAGTATTTTAAAAAAAGATGGTTGGTCAGCTTCACAAAATATAATATCAATATTATTATCTATTATTGTTCTATTGGATCAACCTAATTCTGAGGATCCATTTAATTCAGAACTGGCACATTTATATCGAAGTAATAAATCTAAATATGAAAAAACTATCAAAAAATTTTGCAAAAAGAATTCAAATTTGTGGAATTAATTTGATAATTTGATAAAAATATTAATATTTAATTAATATTTTTATCATATAATTTAATTATATTCATCTGACAGTTGGTCCACTATGAACAACTTGTTGATTTCTAATGTTAGGTAAAATTCTTTGTTGAGAATGTGTTATTGGTTGCTGAGAATGATATACTGGTTGTTGAGAATGTGTTACTGGTTGCTGAGAATGTGTTACTGGTTGTTGTGAATGATATACTGGTTGCTGAGAATGTGTTACTGGTTGTTGGCTATGATAAACCGGTTTTGAATTGGGATTAGAGTAATATCCGTTATGGGTATTGCAAATATTAGCATTAGGTACAGTATAACCAGGATGTTGAGGCATTCTCATATTTGTGGTAATTACCGCATTATCACCTGCTTTACCCCTTTCACAAGCATAAGGTGTAATATGTTGTCTAACTCTCGGATCATTAGTTAAAAGACATCCATTAGGACCACAAAAAGGATGTTTTGCACTATCACAACGACTAGCTAATTTATCAATACCCCATAAACTAGATTCAACATCAACCAAAAGAGCTCCATTTGGAGGATATTCGCGAGCTGGTTTGCATATATTATCACAGTGAACATACTTATTAACATCCATTATTAATTCTAAAGGATTAGTGCTCTGTTTAATATCTTGTTGAGCAGCACATCCATCATACATTTTACGTGTAAAATGACCTGACATATCTATAATATTATCAAAGATTTTTTAACAATATATTATTTTGTTATTCTATTTAATCCTATATTATAATGTAGAATTAGATAGATAATCAAAGTTTATTATTAGTATTTTTTTAATTAAAATAAAAAACTTTATTTTAATATTTTATAGTAAATTAGCCAAATCTCTAGGTAAAGGTACCATTTTACTTTGATTAGAGCATTCATTAATACGTTTAACTTTTTCCATCTCATTGTTATTGTTGTTTATAATAACAAAACTAATTGAGACTCCCTTACGACCATATCGACCAGATCTACCAATACGATGAATATAATTTTCAAGATATTCTGGCATATCAAAATTAATAACTAAGTTTATACCCTGGACATCGAGTCCTCTGGATGTTAAGTCCGTGGAAATTAATAATCTAATTTTATTATTTATAAAATCCTCATGTATATTTTTTCTAACATCAGCTGAAAGAAGACCATGAAATACTGCAGAATTTGTGGAAATATATTGGTCATCTAGATATGTTTTTAAATCATTTGCTGTTTCAATTCTATTAACAAAAATTATGCATTGAGAAATACGACATTGTTTAAGTAAATCCATTAAAATATCTTTCTTTTGAGCATAATTTTGACAAGGTACATAATATTGTTTGATACCTTCTAGAGTATAATCTTCGGCATCCAATAATACAATAAACGGATTACCAATGTGTGCAGTATTCTTTCTAAAATAACTGTGTGCGGTTTGAATAGATTCAGAAGAAACTGTTGCTGAGAAGAATACTCGTTGTGTGTCATTTTGAGTATCATTTGGAGCTTCGCTTTCTATATAATGAATTATTTCCGCCATTTGTTGTTCAGTTGACATAATAGATGAATTTTTTGATTTAGATCGTGATGTAACAATATTATCGAATTCATCTACACAGATTGCTTTTAAATATCTAGTAGAAGGAATCCATTTTCTATTACACATGAAATCATATAATCTACCCATAGTACATACAATAACTTGGGCTCGACTAATTTGTTCACGTTCTTCTTTAATAGTTTTAGGTCTCTGATTGAGACTTGATGTTCCAATAATATTTGATTCTTTGAAATTAGAACTAAGTCCGTTTATATTTTTTTTCTGACCAACACACATAGCTACACGAGCACTTGATGGTAGTAGGCTGACTGCTCTATCATAAATTTGTGCAGCTACTTCATGAGAACTAGTAATAAAAATATATTGAAGTTCATCATCAGTAGGATCAAATCCCCATAAACATCCAAATAAAAATGCAAGTGTTTTACCCGCACCAGATTTAAATTGTATCAACGTATCTCTACGTTGAATTAGTTCTGGTACTACAAGAGATTGTACTGTTGCTGGTATTTCAAAACCAGCAGCGAATGTATTTTTAACCAAACAATTTTGGACATATTCTTTTTTCTTTTCTACGAATAGAGGAAAATATTCTTCTGCTGTCATTTTGGAACCTCCTTTAATCAGAGAAGTTCGACAAGCAGAATCACTCAAACGCATAATTTTTGATGTGTTTTCTTTGCGGTTTGTTAATTCAATGTAAGGTCCATCTTCAACACTATATCTAGGAATAGTATCATCAAAACCTGTAAGTAAATAGAGGTCGTCTTGTGATCTATTTACATTGCATTTATATGTTCCAATAGTAATATTTATAAAATTGATATCTGAAATATTTTCTTGTTCTTGACTCATGTTAATTTGTTTTAAATAGTAAATAATCTTTATGTTGATCAAGAGGATTATAATAAAACACGAAATTTTTTCAATTTTTATTATAAATTATTAATATGGTGCATACGCACAATTTACAGAAACTGTGCAATTTTTGACTTTTCCTAATCTTTCTTTTGGAAGTACTTGTTGTTGATCAAGAGGAACTTGCCATACCGATCTATGATTGTCTTTTGCTTGTAATCTAGTATCAACAGCAAAATTTTCGAATATTTGACATTGAGGATCATGTAAAGGATATCCAAATCTCATATCTGGAACAGTTAATCCTCTTATATCAAATGCGGGATGTGTGTATCTAGTTGATTGAGGTTCTATAGCTGGAGAACAATCATGTGGTGTATATTTTTTATATTGATCTAAATTATGTGGTGCCTGGTGACGATTAATTTTAGTATTAACTTTGCTAATACCTCTTAATACAGAATCAACATCAATTTGTTGACCAATTACTACACTGTTATCCTGACCTGCTCTTGGACCATGTCTCGCAAAACATGGATTACAATTAACTGCATAATGGGGATCTAATTTGTATGAAACAGGTTTTGTACTTCTTGATAATTGTTCATCATAAGCTTCTTTATCATATCTCATATTAGTAAATTTTCCTGCCATTATTTGTATATATTAATACAATATATTTTGTTATATAGGTTAGTATATGAAATTTATGAATAAATTGAATTAAGTATTATAATAAAATAATGTTATATTAATCAACATATAATGACAAGTGTAATAATTAATATACCAATTAATATTTCAATACAAAGTAAATCTTTTTCACATTTGGTTAAAAAAAGACATCCAGATATTTTGTTTGAATTTCCAATGGAATTAGATATATTTTATAAAATATTTATAAGGTGTCTTAGAATTATATATCCAGAAACAGGATTCGATACAAATTATAAAAATAATATTCATATTACCACAAATGATGAAAATATTTGTAGTTATTTATATGCATCTGATACAATATATTTTGATAATAATACCATATTTATTGCATTTGATTATAACCATTTAACTACTCCAGATTTTGATTATATCGTTCAACAAATAAAAAAAATAATAGGAAAAAATGTTTATACTTTTAATCACAATCATCCTAATTTCAATCACATGACATCCAGATATTTATCCGTCGATATTATGAAAATATTTAGTCCAGAAGAAATACGAGATTATTCGAGATTGTTTAAAATTATTTAATATTTGACACCGGATATTTTTTACATATTAATTCAAATATATGATTTAAATCATTTAAATCATATATTGTAATTTTTAATAATCAAATAATTCTTGTTGTAATACATTAATTGATTTATCCATTGATGTGATAACCGTTCTGGGAATTAAATTTTCTAAATCAGAATTGTTTATATTTATGATAGGATCCGTATAATCAGTGTTATTAAATTTAATTGGATGATATGAATATAAATTGGTTAGAGTTACATTTAAATAAGCATCTTGATTTTTGTAAGTTAAATCATTATTTATATTTCCCAATTTAATAGCCACATTATATGGTATTAAAATAGGACTATCTATACCCATAAACCAACATAATTTATTAATATACCTGAATAAATTGTATTGGCTATATATTAATTTGAATATTCTTTTTATAATGATTATATTATGGTAATTTTTTTGACTTGTCATATTAAATGATGTAAACAGATTCATTGTCGTAATGTCATATTTTGGGTTTTTTTTTACCGCAATATCAGTTGAACAAATTGAAAATATATATTCTAATATGTATTTTAGTCCTGTATATAATAATAATAATAATGATGTATAAAAATAAAGATTATTATATGCATAATCATTAGTTTTTCCACTTTGTTGAGCATAATCCCATATTGACATTATGGCTAATAATAATTGTAATAACACTTGAAATATACCTTTTCTCACATAAAACCAAAATTTTTTATGATTTTTGAAATCACTCAATATATTACCGATATTCATTAATTATTGTAATGATAATATTGCATTATATATAATAATTATGAAAATCAGTTTTTTTATGCAATTTTTATTACATTAAGAAATAAAAATAAATGTATATTAGATGAATATATTTATTTTTAAATTTTATAAAAAACTAAAATTTAATGAATCTGATATTAAAATTATTTTATTTATAATGGCTGAAAATATTGATCAAGCTAAATGTAAAATAATTAATTATTTTACAATTCACAAACCAATATATTATAATATATTAGGTAAAATTGTTTGTGATTACGAAAAGAATTGTAATTTTGATTATTCTTTTTGTATGAATAAGAATAATATGTATCTGGAATTATTTACAATAGCTAAAAATGAATTTGATGAAGCAATTAACAATATTTATCAATATGATCAAGATATTTTTGGAACAATAAAAACATCGTACGGAAAAAGTAATGTTTATATCAATCAACAACAACTTATTAATAATGCACAAATATTAGGAAAATTAAATACTCTTGAATATAATTCAAATATGTGGAAAAAATATAGTGCAATATTAATTCAATTTTTTTATGAATATGATAAAAAAATTGGACATATTGAATTAACAAATGGATTATCTGGTCCATGCATAATAATTGATGAATTGAAAGATTTACCAGAAAATATTCGAAATATTGAGGCTAATACTAATATATCAAATATGTATAATAAATTATATGAAGATTGCATTCTAAAATATTCTAAAATCAAACCAATTAAATCCAATAATAGGATTAATAATAAAACTAGTAATAAAATTAGCAATAAAATTTTCAAACAAATCGCAAATTATTTAATTTGATTCATAAATTAAACTAAATAAGACATTTATTATCAAATAAATTTATGTATAAGAATGGTTTTACCAAGGTAAAATATATACATATTTTATATATATAATGGAAACAAGAAAAAAATATAGATCTAAATGTAATAATGATAAACTGGAATCAAAAAAACAACGAAAAAGATCTAATTCTATTGATTTGTTAGAAATAAGTGAAATGTTGACAGATAATTATGATTCTATAAATAAAATTTTAAAAAATAAAAGAGCTCAGAATCCATGCACAAATAATCAAAAAAATATAAATAATAATGAAAATAATAATGAAAATAATAAACCAGCGTATTGGTCGCAATTTGATGCACAAACATTTGATTCTTTAGCGGAACCAGGAGCAGTAAATGATACTTATGCCACCAATGATAAAAATAAATTATCTGATCTTGAAAGAAATTTATCTTATCAAGGTGGTTGGTCACAATATCAAGATGATTCTAATACATATGGTATAGTTGATGCTGATAAATTAACTCATAATAATATGGTACCATACTTTACCACTAAAAAAGGTTATGGATCAAATGATTTATTAAGTAAAACAGTCATGAATTATAAGAATGATCTTTTTACTGGTAATTTACAAAGTACGTGGAATAAAAAACAGGAAATTACACCAATGTTTAAACCGGAAGCTAATTTAACTCATCCATATGGTACTCCTATATATACCGAAGAAGAAGCTTCTAGATTCGAACCTGGTAGATATAAACAAGGAGAATTACCATTTGAAAAAAAGCAAGTTACACCTGGATTGAATTTACATTATGATGAAATAGCAACACATGGTTATCATTCTATGTATAGAGGTACAGAAAAAACAGTTGATGAGCTTCGTGTTAAACCAAAAATAACATATGAAGGTAGAATTATTGATGGTTTAAAAGGAAAAGAAAGACCAATACAAGCACCAGTCATTACTAGAAAACCTGATACTTATAAAACTACAACCAGTGATGATTTATTACCTACATCAAGCACAAACACTGGACCAAAGACTCGGGATAATTTTATAATGAAAGATACAAATCGTCATGATCAACATATTGAATATACTGGTGGTGCTTATTCCACACAAGAACGTCTGGATAGAAATGTTCCGGAACATATGAGATCCAGTCATAAAGCATCTACACGTCAAAATTATATTTTACCAACACCTTTACAAAAATATGGCAAAAATGAAGCTAAATTTAATCATAATATTGATTCATATGATGTCACATCTACTCTTAAAGATATGGTTATTGACAATAATCGAACAGGTATTACAGGAGATGGTAGATCTACCTATGTTAATTTAATGGATAACGCTCGTGAAACAATCAAACAAATAACTGCATCATTACCACAAACTAATCAAAATATTAAACCAAATACTATGAGAGGAACAGTACATAATATGGATATTGCTAATCCTACTATTAAGGAAACTACAATTGAAAATAAACTTAATCCACATGTTGCTCATTCTGATAATGCACAACGTGTTTATTATAATGATTATGCTAGACCTACTATTAAACAAACAACTATTGATCAATTATTACCACAAAATTGTAATCAAAATAATAATATATATGCTAACTGGTCAGACAACGCCCGTCCTACTATCAAAGAAACTACAGTATCAATTCATCAAAATAATATAGCTACTCCTGTAGGACAACAACAAAGAGGCGATATTATGGACATAGCTAAAAATACTTTAAAAGAAACCACCAATCATCTTTCTAGGAATAATTTTACTACACCAATTGGACAACAACAAGGTGCTGATATTCAAGACATTGCAAAATGTACCATTAAACAAACAACTGTTCCATTACATAGAAATAATTTTGCGACACCAATCAATCAACAACAAGGTGCTGATATTCAAGACATTGCAAGATGCACCACTAAACAAACCACTGTTTCTACTCCATGGAATACAAACACAACACCAGTAGGTCAACAACAACGAGGTGACATTATGGACACAGCAAGATCCACTATGAAAGAAACTACCAATGATTTGCATAGAAATAATTTTATGACACCAATAGGTCAGCAACAAAGAGGTGACATTATGGATACGGCAAGATCTACTATCAAAGAAACTACCAATGATTTGCATAGAAATAATTTTATGACACCAATAGGTCAGCAACAAAGAGGTGACATTATGGATACGGCAAGATCTACTATGAAAGAAACTACTAATGATTTACATAGAAATAATTTTATGACACCAATAGGTCAGCAACAACGTGGTGATATCATGGACACTGCAAGATCTACTATGAAAGAAACTACCAATGATTTACATAGAAATAATTTTATGACACCAGTAGGTCAACAACAACGTGGTGATATTATGGACACAGCAAGATCCACTATGAAAGAAACTACCAATGATTTACATAGAAATAATTTTATGACACCAATAGGTCAACAACAACGTGGTGATATTATGGACACAGCAAGATCCACTATGAAAGAAACTACCAATAATTTGCATAGAAATAATTTCATGACACCAATAGGTCAACAACAACGTGGTGATATCATGGACACTGCAAGATCTACTATCAAAGAAACTACCAATAATTTGCATAGAAATAATTTTATGACACCTATAGGTCAACAACAAAGAGGTAATATCATGGACATAGCAAGATCCACTATGAAAGAAACTACCAATGATTTGCATAGAAATAATTTTATGACACCAATAGGTCAGCAACAAAGAGGTGATATTATGGATACGGCAAGATCCACTATGAAAGAAACTACTAATGGATTATATAGAAATACACATTTAACACCAGTTGGTCAACAACAAAGAGCTGACATTGCTGATACGGCTAAATCAACCATGAAAGAAACAACTATTCAAATTCCTTATAATACATATACAACTGCTGTTGGACAACAACAGGGTGCTATTGGTCCACAAGATAATATTAGAACTACTATTAAAGAAACAGTTAATCAACTTGCACGTAATACTTATTTGTCTGGATCACAAGAAAATAGAGGTAAAGCAGATGTATTTGATAGAAATCCATTAAGAACAGTAACGAAAGAAACAACCGTCGTAATACCTTATAATACTAATATTGCTGCCGTAAATCAACAACAAAGAGCACCAAATCCTCAAGATGCTGCCAGAACAACTATCAAAGAATCAACAGTACAGATACCGTATAATAATATGGTGTCGGGTGTCGAACAAAAAGCGGGTCAATCAACTACGTTTAATAGAATGCCAACAAAATCAACAATTAAAGAAACTACAATTAATAATGAATATATTGGTTCAGTGAATAATAATGTTACAGGTAAAGGATATGGATATTTATCTGAAAAACATCAAGCACCCAATACAACTCGTCAATTCACTTGTCAAGAAGTATATGTTGCACCAGTTTTGGGAGAAAATAAAAATAGACCATATGATGATGCCTATAATTTTGTTCCAGATGATAAAAAAGAATCTGTTAAAATATATAGAGAACCAACAAATAATAGTGTGAAGATTGGACCAGATGTTGAAAATGTTAACGCCAGATTAAAATCAGATAATCATAAATCACGAGTTCCAATTTTAGGAACTAGTTTTAATAATCGTTTGGATCGTCCAGAAATAATCACACAACATAAAATTAATGATAATATAGATTCTCAAAGATTTGTAGATCCAACAATTGTACAACAATTACAAAACAATCCATTTAATATAACTTATTATGGAAACATGTAATTTATTAATTTTTTAATCATTGGTAATAAATAAAAAATTAATAAAAAATTAATAATTCGTCAATTGTAGTGCGGGTTTTTTTGTTTTAAAATATTTAGCAATTTCTTCTTGCACTACTATTTCTTCTAAATCAACAATTTTAATTCTATCGTAATATTTATTTAGAATTTTGTGTATAAAATTATATGCAATAATGATCTGATCAAAAGTTTTTGCACCGGTTATAATAACAGCACCTGTTTGAAACACAAAAATAGATGTCTTGTTTCCATTTTCATGGTTATATTTTATATTTACACAAGAATGACCACCCATTGGCTGAAATTTATATTCGACAAATCCAATTTCTTTATCTTTACTGTGTTTACCATGATATTTTTTCAAAATATTGGCGAGTTTTTCTCTATCAATTTTATAATTCAATTTAAAATTTGAATTTATCATTCTGATTTTAATATCATAAATTCCAATTTTATCAATATCATCAATATAATTTATTTTAACTTGTTCTCCTTTTTTGTTTTTCATTAACCGTCCTTTTTTCAAAATTTTAACTAATGTTAATGTTACATTGTAAAAATCATCCATGTCTTTACAACCTGTCATTTGTAAAGATCCATTTTTAAAAACCTTGATATTAATATAATTTCGAATGGGATTATTCATGGGTTTCATTAATATTGTTACTTGATTATAGAAATTTTTTTTGCTGGGTTTTTTTTTTGGTTTTATAACTACAATTGTTCTATTTGTAGCAGGATTATTCCTATTACCAAATTTTACACTAACAATTTCTTCTTCCTTTAAAACAACATATTTAGCAAATCTATCAACATCAATTAAAGTTCCTAATTTACAATCTAAAGTAATAGTCGAAACCAGTATATTATTATTTTTCAGAAAATTTTTGGCTTCCATATATGTTTCAATATAATTATCTATATCAGTATTTTTATTTTGTACTTTTGATACACATTTTCGTGATGATTTGGAACCAGAACTATTGGTAGTTTTTCCTTGTTTATAATAAGTATATTTAACTGCTTTACATTCATTATTTTGTAAAAAAGACATAACAGTTACCTTTATATTAATATTTAAACTTTATATCAAAATATTTAAATATGTCAATAAAATATTCAATTTTTTAATATAATTATAAACATACAAAAATTGTGATAAAATTAATGCGTTAATAATTGGCGTATAAAAAGCTCTTAAATTTTCTAACATAAATATATATATTTATTATGGATCCAATTACAGAATCGGATAATTATTCAATCCACAAAAAAAAGAATTTGACAAGTATAAATTCTTTGATAAAAAATGACAATAAATCTAAATTAAAATCTGATAATATCATTTCTGATGATAAAACATCTAAATTATCTAATAAATTATCATCTGATATTATGTCATCTCGTAAGTCTATGTATAATAGTACAATGTTTGATAATGCCACTTCTGATAACAATAGTGCAAGTATGAAAGGTGGAAATTATTATGACGGTTTTTTACCAACATCAAATCTATTTTCAGATAATTCAGTTATCATGAAAATTAATGATATAAATCAAAGAACTATGAATATCATGCGAGGTGGTGATCCTGATACCGAATATTCGGATAATATTTTATCTTCTGAAAGGAAAAGTATAAATAATAGATCCAATTCTAATAATAGATCTAACTCTAATAGATCTAACTCTAATAATAGATCTAACTCTAATAATAGATCTAACTCTAATAATAGATCTAACTCTAATAATAGATCTAGCTCTAATAATAGATCTAATAATAGATCTAACTCTAATGATAAATTAGATTCTAATAATAGGTCCGATAATAGGTCCGATAATAGATCTAATAATAGGTCCGATAATAGATCTAATAATAGGTCCGATAATAGATCTAATAATAGATCTATAAGTAATACCAGATCTAATAGCACATCTATTTTTGGATCTGATCTCAAAAAAAATACTCCTGTTGATAGAGCCAGTTCAATAAATCGTGATAATGTATCAAATACAAGATGGAATATGGTTAATAATACAACTTCAGATTTTAGTGGTGGAAATAATGATATTTCGGAATATTCAAATATTGATAATTTTACAGATGCTTATTATTCGGAATCAAATTTAGAAACATTGGGTGGACTAGAAACTAGTGTGACACCCACAGATACTTCAAATTATATTCGTGATCGAAGTGATAAATATAAAAATTATAATAGTAATACTAATAATAATATTAATAGTGATTCTGATATAAATTCAGATATAAATTCTAATGTAGATAATAGTATGTTTACTATTTCTGGATAAATTTTATTAATTCATTAATTCAATAAATTAATAGAATGTCAAATGTCATATTTAAAGATGTGATTTATCAATGAATATATAAATGATAATTATCTCTTGGGATGTTGGTGTAATACATTTGGCGTATTGTATATTAAAATATGAATATAATTTTGATAAAAAAAAATCAAAAATATCAATATTAGATTGGGATGAAATCAATTTAATAGAAGATGATAGAATTTCTCTTAAATGTTGTGGTAAGAAAAAAGATAATATTGAATGTGGAAAAAAAGCGACATATTGTTTAAATAGTGGTGATGATCAAACTTTTGGATATTGTAAAACACATTTGTTACAATATAATGAAATTTGGTCAATGAATGATACAAAAAATTTGTATAAAAATAAATTGGGGCACAAATGTCAATTTTTAAAAAAAACCGGAAATTGTTGCGACAAAAAAAGTTCTTATGTTTTTGAAAATAAGGAAGAAAAAAAATATTTTTGCACCACACATTATAAATCAGATCTCAATAAACGTCTCAAAGAATATTCTCCACAACCCATTAAAAATATGATAGTAAAAAAATATCCCACTTCAAAATTACAACTTAATTTGATAAAAAAATTAGATGAATTGTCTGAACATTTTGCCAAATTAAAAATTCAAGAAGTAATAATTGAAAATCAACCATCACAAAAAAATCCAAAAATGAAATCAATTGCGAATACATTATTTGATTATTTTATGATAAGAGGATATGTCGATAAAATTCATCAAATGGATATTCAATTGGTAAGATTTATGTGTCCAAGTAATAAACTTAAAGTTAACAATGATAATACATTAGAAGTATTTAAAGCAAATAAAGATTCAAAAAAAGTATATAAATTAACAAAAAATTTGGCTATTGAATATACTAGAAAATTATTGGAAAATGATCCAATACAATTAGAATATTTATCTCTTCATGATAAAGAAGATGATATGTGTGATGCTTATTTACAAGGAAGATACTATTTAGAATTTATTAAAAATAAAGATAATAATCCCAAATCTAACAAATCTAGTAAATCCAGTAATTCTGACAAATCAAATAAATCCAGTAAATCTAATAAATCTAATAAATCTAGTAAATCTAACAAATCTGGTAAATCTAACAAATCTGGTAAATCTAATAAATCTAGTAAATCTAACAAATCTGGTAAATCTAATAAATCTAGTAAATCTAACAAATCTGGTAAATCCAGTAATTCTAGTAAATTAAAAATAACTAAAACAAACAAATCTAATCGATCTGTTGCTATTATAAGATTGTAATATTAATTAATAAATTAATTTGTAAATTGATTTATTGATTAACTAATTATTCGATAATAAAATTTTTATTACATTTATTCGAATTTAATCACTTTCTAATCTATTTGTCAAAGAAGACATTACTGATCTTTTTTTGGTTAATGGTTTTTTTCTTTTTAGAACATATTCTTTGTCACAATCATCGATATTAATATCTGTATTTCTTTCCTCAATTGTTAAATTAATTGGTTTAACCGGTGGCATATATATTATAAATTCTTTTTTAATTTTATTAAAACTTCTTCTAAAAGTATCTATGGACATATTTCCTCCAAATGCTTCAAGTATTTCTTTAGGAGGTGCTTCCTTAATATCTATTGGATCATCTGCGGATAATCCATACATTTCTCGATATATTTTAAATATGAGTGATTTTCGGTCATACATTTTAGAATCTTTAAGATAATAAAGATTATAAGCTAGAGCACAATTAAAACTACAAAAACATCCTATTATATAGTAGGTGTTCATGTGATACAATTCTGGTAAGAAAAATGGTAAGTTATCAAATTCATGTGAATCCCACCAACATCTAACATTGGTTTTTTTTAATATTATTTTTTTACCATCACGCATAGATACAAAATTAATTTTATTACTATATATTTTATTTGAATTATCTTGTTTATCTTTTTTCTCATGCTTGTCCAATTTAAATTTCAAATATTGTAACATTTTTTCATTTTTACTACATTTTTGACATTCATTGTCACGAGGAATATCATTATTAAACATTCCTTCTGACGAAGGATCATCAGTTGGAGATGAATCTGAACAAATATCAGTTTTTCCAGAATTTTTCATAACTGCAATTTTGCTCGGATCGATATTAAGTCTTAAAATAACAGCAGAATTATTATTGGCGTTATTTGCATCTGGTGCATTTTCAGATATATCCGCATTAATATTATCTAATATTTTTTTGGGTCTTCTTCCTCTTCTTTTAGGAACAGACACTTCTTGATTAATTTTATTGGGATGTGAAGATTTAGATCCATAACTTTGACGTGATGATTTTTTCATATTGTTATTATTTTGATTCGAATTATTATTATCCTTATTAAAAAAATCAATTTTTTTATTCATATTTAGGATAACCGAATAAATATAAAAATATTCAAATCTTTATGCTGGTTTTATTTATATTTTTATATTAAAAACATAAATAAAGAAATTTACAATCTTAATATACCTTTTTTTCTACTTGTGGAAAGAGTATCCGAAGTGTCTGATTTACGTTTGGATGCACTTTTTGTAGCACTATTATTTGGTTTTCTTGAAGTAGTTATTGGTTTAGAAACACTATTTTTTTTTGTTATTGATCTATTATTTTTTTGTTTGCTGGAAAATATAATTTCGTCAATATCTACATCAGTTGATTCCAAAGAATCAATTATATCGTGTAAATTACTTTCATCAAAACTTTTTTTATTTGGTTTTTTTATGGAAGTATTTTTTTGGGAATTATTTTTTGTCCTACTTTTAGATTTATTCTGACTATCAATTTCACTATCAAACATATTATATCCATCATTATCATAATTGTTATTTGAAGGTTGAACAATATAATTATTGGTTATCGGTTGATCTAAATTTGAATCATTTGTGAAACCATATTTAGATTTAGGTTCAGATATTATTTTTGCTGTATCATTTGTAGCGTATGGTTTTGTTTGACTAATAACATTTTCCAAAGAATTTATTTGTTGATTACGAATTTGATCTAATTGATTACGCATTTGTTCTAATTGTGCAGCATACATTTCGTTTTGTTTTCTTGATTGAGCTTCAAATGCTAATTTTTGTTCGGCTAAAAGACGTTTCTCTCTTTCTGCAGCCAATGCTTGATTTGCCGCAGTTATTTTATTGACTGTTTCAGTATGATTTTCAGTAGTAGTCATATTGGATTCAGATTTAATTTCGGTACTATTATTATTATTATTATATTTCTTAATTGATTCTAATATTTTTTTATTACTATTTGGTATTTCTTTTGCTTCTAATGGTTCGGAATCATCTTTACCACCGAGTAAACCACCAGCACCTCCTTTCATAAGACCTCCCAATAATTTTCCAATGATATTAGGATTATTACTTATAGCATCATTTAAGCCTCCGGGACCAAATAATGACTGACTCAAATGGAATGTAACACCACTCATTATTATCATAAATAATAATCTTATTTCAGGCGACATTTTACCTCCTTTATCACGATATTTTTCATAAATTTCTTCTAAAACTTCCGTATAATCATCCATGTCAGTTGCTACTTGCTTAGACCAATCTTTTAATTTGACGTCAAAAGGATTGTATTTTTCATTTAAAAATTCTGTACCGCTAATAATTGTAAATAATACTTGTTTGTACATTTTGACTTGATTTGTTTTATTTCGTCTTTCCTTGTGCATATTATATTCTGCTTCCATAACATCTGGATCATCATCTATGGAAAAATTTCTTGTTAATTTAACACTATGACGTTCCACTAAATCTTGTAATTTACTATAAATTTCTCGAGCTCGAGCTCTCTTTTCTTCAGGTGTTTCTATGTATCTATCAACATCATCTACTAATTGGTCACCAAGTAAAGGCATCTGTTGCATATTTTCACGATTAACATAATTTTCACGATTAGCATAATTTTGAGGTATGCTTGCTGGATTATACATTGGAATCGAATTTATTTTAGATTTATAAGGACTTTTTGTTGAATTTTCCACTGAAGAAATTGAATTCTCGGAATCTTCTTCATCAAATTCAACATCATCACTTTGACTGGAAATAGAAGGTAATTCGGTAGGATCACTAGAGACAGATAATTCTACTTTTTTACTGGCGGATTTATTTCTTTTACCAATGGATTTTGGATTTTTGTCAGTTTGAATTCTACTGTCCAGGTTAATATTTTTATTTTTGGTATTTTTTTCTAATTCTTCATCAAAATCTTTTTCAAGAGCATCATTGAATTTGTCTTCGTTAAAAAAGTATTCATATAAGTAATTAGTATCTTCTTGTATGTCATTACCTTTGGTTCTAACCATAATTTTCTATGTTATAATCTTAGAAAGTAATATCCTATATATTACGCAACTTTTGTGGCATCCTTATATTTATCATTATAGATAAATATAGCAAAAAATCTGATTTATTAATAACTATAATAATGTTTTCTAATATGACAGATGTTACTGAAGCTTGGGATAGAGACCCTGTCAAAGAAATGACTCAAAAAATTAATAATGGAAATTTTGATGTAAACAAACAAAAAAATCGTAGTATATACAAGTTCAAAAATTCAAAAAACAATGAACCCATTAGTTTATCAGAAAACAGTTATTCTCTTTCATCTAGAAATTCTTTATCTTCTAAAAATCAATCACCAAAAAATATTTCTGCATATTCCATTGATTCTGATCTAAGTACTGTTTCTCCTCCAAAATTAAGTAAATATTCCAAATTAAAATTTGGTGACATATTAAATTTGAGTGAAATTATAAATTCAGATCCTGGTTATAAAGATAATACTAAATGTGAAAATACCATTAAACACATAAAAAAATGCAATAAATGTTATGATCAATTAAAAAAATTAGTTGATACAAAAGTTAGTAAAAAAATAGATGAAATAATATTAGATAATAAATTAAAACAAATACAAGCATTTACACCAAATCTAACACAACCTCCATCAACAACAATTTTGACATCAGCATATGATGCGTATACAACTCATAAACCAATAACTGCAAATATTACCGATTCTTGGAAAGAAACACTGGTTATTGTAATTGGCATAATAATTGCTCTGTTGATAATTTTTTTAATAATTAAAGCTATTTGTAAGTAGATTTATTTATTATTTACATATATCTTTATTTTTTGATATATAAATCTTTATTTTTTTGATATATGTCTATTTTTTTTCGGGCGAGATTTTTTTGAATGAACTTTTTTAATTGGCACAATATTTTCTTGTATATCTTCGGGTCGTCTCCAATCTATAAATAATATATTTGGTTCTACAAATGTAACACAAATATTATTATTTGATTCTGTTAATTTATTTATAATATAATTAGCACAACATTTAATATTAATAATAGGATAACTACTACCAAATAGGAAACTTGGTATTTCGAACAAACATATTAACTCTCCTGCTTTTGATGTTAATTTAATAATATTTGCACATCTTTGATATAGTTTTTCGTAGGTTTCTTTTTTAAGATTAATTAATTGATCATGTTTCTGATATAAATCATCATTACCTAGATTCATGTCTTACTAATTAATAACTGCGAAAATTATGTGTATATTTAATACATATAATTTTCACAATAATTTATAGATTGTTATTTATTATGAACCATAAAATAACATTGGAAAATGAATCTGATAATAATGAATCCGATGATAATATTAGTAATTTGATTTGCGATACAAATAATATTCTAAAAGAATTTAAAAAAAAATATAATATTGCACCCGAACCAAAATATTATAATATTGTATTAAGTGGTGGTAGCGTACGTGGATTATCTCATATTGGTGCCGTTAAAAAGCTTGTTGATGATAAATTGATTAATCTAAATAAAATAAAAGCAGTTGCTGGAGCATCTGCTGGGGCATTATTTGGATTATTAATAGTACTTGGTTTTGACATAGATGAAATTTGGAATTTTGTTTTAGATTTAGATACCAAAAAAATGGTTAATCCAGACTTATTATTAATATTAAATAAATGTGGTATTGATACAGGTAAAATTATATATGACTTGTTTGAAGAAATACTTTTTAGCAAAACAAATAACAAACATATTAATTTTAGACAATTATATGAAATTACTAAAATACATTTTACGGTTGTGGGATCTTGTTTGACAACAAAAAAAGCAGTATATTATGATTATATTAACACACCAAATTTTAAAGTATCAGTTGCAATTAGAATTTCTATTGGTATGCCTGGATTTTTTGTGCCGGTTACAATTGATGATAAAAAATATATAGATGGTGCTATTTTAGATAATTATCCTATGAATTTATTTAAGGATAGATTATCAGAAACCATTGGTATATTAATATGTAATGAATATAATACCGATTACAAATGTTTTGAAGAATATTTTATGGCCATAATCAATTTATTTATGCACCAATATTACCTTAAAATGGCAGATCAATACACAGAAAATACTATTTATGTCACAAAATCACCAAACAATGTATGTATTTTTAATTTTGATTTGGATAATATAACTAAAAAAGAATTGTATGAAGGTGGTTACGAAGCAGCTCGAGAATTTATCGAAAAAATAAAAATTGAAAAATAATTAATATAACATATTAATTAATAAAATATCATTAAATATATTGTAATAAAATGCAAGAAGATAAAATATACCTAAAAGTTCTCAAAGATAACTGGACTCATAATGATTTGACATATATCAAAGGTTACAATGAAGTGAAAAATTTTGTGGAAACGGGAAGCTGTGTTCCTGGTAGAATATATTTTTGCGATCCAAGCGATAAATCTCAAAATATTTGTAGATATTTACATTACGGTGATATTTTGGTAGATATTACTTTGCCTATTCGTGATCCTGATTTTAAAATGATCATAGATCCATCTGGTGGTAAATCAGCTTCTAATAAAATCATAATTGGACAAGAACGTAATCTATCCGATCCGAAAACTTTCGAATATATGGCAAGTTGTGGCGTGGATATTAGTAAAAATTATGTTTTTAAATGGGCTTTGGATAAAAATTATTGGGATGTTGTATTATATCTAGTAACAATAGTACCTTTAACATCATCACGCATTGGATTAATTGAGTATGTATTGACTAATTTATCTAAAAAAATAAAATGTACCGGATCGAAAAATTACAAAGAATTAAGTAATATTGAATTGATAATTATTGATATCACTAAAATTTATATTAAATTAATTAGTAATAGTGTTGTGGAAAAAAATGAAATATTTTTTAATTTGATTGAAATTATTAAATTTTCATTAAAAGAATACAAAACAATAATAAAAAATTATGGATTTAAACTCCATCTTCTGAAAATATATAAAATTATTTCAGATATTGAAAATTATGTCGAGCAATAATATTTTTTTAAAAAATATATTCAAATATATTTTTTAAATTCAACATTTAGCACATTATTAATAATTATTTATCTTCCTTTACTAGTCCTTTTTTTATTTTGATTAGGACCATTTTGAATTTTAGAGAACATTTCTGTATCTTTATTTCTTTCTGCCATCAATTTTTCAAATTTACTTGAAATAGAATCTTCATCAACATCTAGCGATAATTTATCACTAAAATCAAAACCAAGTTGATCAAATATGCCATATCCGGCAGTATCGTTTCGTTTATAATCATTATATTTCATGTTATCAAAATTATCTGCTTCTGATTTTCTTTCTTTAAGTTTCTTTTTGAGATCTTGATAATAATCTTCACCAAGAACATCATGTTTGTCCACATAATCCGCATCATTAAGATCGTCAAGATCTTGTCTGGTCATCTTGCCTGAGGGTTTACCAAAATCAATACCACCATAATTTTGATGAGATATATCAAAACGATTACCATCATCTACATAAATATTATCAAGATTATCAAAATTACTAAAAGATGTGGTATTACCAAGATCATTCCATGCTGAAGGAACACCGTTATGAGGCATAATAGCGCCAGAATCTTTTTGATGGATTTTATCAAAAGCGGCATTAAATTTTCTTAAATCAAATTTATCATCATCAAATAATTTTTCTGGTTTATAAGTATGATCTTGTTCCGCTCTGATTTTAGATAAATTGACTAATTTCTTTTTGGCTTCTTCAGGAGGTATAATTGTTGTTTGTAATTCATCAAATCCATGTTTTTGATTTAATGCTTTCATTTGTTCTTTAAAACTTAATTTTTGTTGATCTGTTGGATCTTTATATTCTCCGAGTGATTCCATATAATCATTGGTTGTTTTTTTGAGTTTAAAAAAATCAGAAGAGCTTTGTTTATTTATTGCTAAACGATTATTATATTCGTTACGTTGTTTTTCATCTTTGAGTATATCATAAGCCATATTTAAAAGTTGAAAAATTTCCTCAGCATTTTTTTTATCGGTATTTTTGTCTGGATGCCATTTCATGACTCGTTCTTTATGAGCTTTGCGAATAATATCATCACATTTCGAGTTTTTACAAACATCAATAGTTAATCCCAAAATATTGTATAAATCAGGTATATCATTTTTTTGCTTATATTGAGTTGACATTAATAGATATAATATATACTTTTTGTTTAAATCATCTAACGCTTTGTTTAAGTATATTTACTTATATAAATATATAAATGTCAAATAAAAAAATTCAGAATAAAAATAATGATAATGATAAACCTTTTAGTAACGTAAATATGGCAAAATTAGTGGATAAATATCAATCTGAATCGAGAAAATATATTTATAATATTTTAGTAGATGAGTATAAAATAAATAAAAAATTAGCCAAAGAAATTGAAGAAAATGTCAATAAATCAACAATATCAAGAATGACAGAAAGATATAAATTTAATGAACCATATACATTTTGGCATTCGGCAGAAGAACTTGGAATGATTGATGAATATCGAATTGCTGTTTCAAATTATACTGATTTTGTGGATTTTATGTCTACATCATTAATAATACCATTTTATCAGTCTTTTGGAGATACTCTTGGATATTATAATGGTAATTGGGAATTTAACTATGGTGATGCTTATGCTGGACCAGATTATGTCAATGATTTAATTTATGATTTTATTGATTTGGGTGGAATAAATGATATTAGTATTCTTAATTGGTTATCTTCAGATGATACTATATTATATATGACGACTATGAGTGTACTAACAGAATGTATGGCTATTTCTCCATATATTGATGATATTAATTTATATGGAGAAAAATTACGGGATGCATATTTAAAAGCCAGACCTATGATTGAAAATAGACATCCTGGTCAAACCACAATTGATTCACTAGATATATTGTCTAATATTGCCTGGAATGAAATACCTTATAATAGTCGAGCAATTGGTGCTGGTTCTGTAATGAGATCTGGATGTATTGGTATATTTTTTGTCGGTAGTCATAATCGTCGAAAATTGATTGCTCTTGCTGTTGAATGTAGTAGATTAACACATAATTCAACATCTTCTATATTAGGTAGTATTGTTGCCGCTTTATTTACAGCTTATGCTTTAGAAAAAGTGCCAATTAATTATTGGCCACACAAATTACTCAAATTATTAAGATCCGATATGATTGACGAATATATGAAACAATCCAGACCCAAAGAATATAATTTATTTGTCAGAGATAAAGTTATATATATTGGACAATGGAAAAATTATGTCGATTTAAGATTTTCAGGGATTAATCCAAGGACAAATTTGAGATATATGAAAAATCCGGTGGAAAGATATCGATATTTATCAGATAATTTTAGCAAAGGATGTGACATACCAGGATCATGCGCTGATGATTCTGTTATTATGGCTTATGATGCGTTATTACAAAGTGGAGGTATTATGGAAAAAATAATAGTATATTCCATATTACATCCAGGTGATTCTGATACAGTTGGATCAATTGCAATGAGTTGGTTTGGTGCCATGTATCATTCACCAAAAAATCATTTTTTAATTGATAAAAATATTGAACAACTAGAATTCAGAAATAATTTATACCAATTATATAAGGATAATGTATTAAATATGCTCAGAGTATATTATCGGGATATATATATTAATACAGCCAGAAAAATTATTAAGCAAACAATTAAACCTAAATAATATGCATTTTAGATTATAAATCAATAAATGTTATGGATTTATAATTTATTTGGATACACGATTATTATGTTCATTAATATGAGCTACAACAAAATTATGTAAATCATCTGGTGTTCTATTGCCATTATATTCAACATTTTGATCAGGTGTAATTAAAATTATTGTTGGGAATGCTGAAACATTATAATAAAATACTAAATTTTCATTTTCAGGTTTAGTAGCATCTACTTTTGCGGTACTAATTCCTCTTGAACCTGCTAATCTCTCGCGAAGCATTTCCCAAGCAGGATTAAAATTTCTGCAATGAACACAACTGGGCGCATGGAAGTAGTATAACATGAATGGATCTTGTGTATTTGATGGCTGTGATTCTGTATTTACTGGATTAGTTGTGGAAACAACATTATTGCGTGGTAATTGATTACCAGTCATATTTTGACCCAAATTTGGTGTTATTATAGTCATGGGTTGTATTAATTGAGGTTGAACAGGATAATATGGTCCCACTGGTACATTTATATTTTTAGGGAAAAATAACCAACTGACTAACCAAAATATGATAATTATAATTATTATAATTATAAGAATATGCTGCCAGGATAAATTGCGCATAATTATATATACTATAACAAAGATAATTTTAATATAATTATAGTTTGGAGATTTTTGATAATTCCAAAATAAATATTCCGAGACAAAATTGGTGAAAAAAAACAATAGCCTATAATAGTGCTATATTTTATATAGAAATATTCTTTTTGTGAAATTTAGTTTAATAATTTTTTCTTTTTTATAAGTATATTCTAGACATGGCAAGTACTGGACAAAAAAGAGGTGCTAGTAATTTTTCAATGAACGAAATTCTTGGACCCAAGTTCAAAGAATTCGTAGACGTACTAGAATCTCAAAAATTGGAACCTTTCCTTTTTAAAAATATGGAAACGGATAATACAAGAACTTATACTTCTAAATATGCTCCGAATGATATTCATTATGATTTTTCTGAATACGTAATTGCTGCATCTGCTGCTTTTAAACGTATTGAAAATCCTGATCTTGGTAAAGCGGAAGCTGCTGAAGGATATGCTGAAAATATCAGTACTATTTTTGATGAACTTGTTAGTGGCAAACAAACTTCTGGTGCTCGTCTTCCCAATGTTACTCGATTCCAACCTAAACAATTTGTTTTCGAGTATGATCCCAGCAATGTTGCTACTAAATATTTACTTCCTGGATATCATCTATTACCTTATGATATCAGAAATTATTCCGACATTAATAATCAACCTTCTACTGCACTTGTAAACGCAATTAAATATTTGTATCATTATATTGCACTTCTCAATGTACAAAGTGCTGATGCAACTGAAATTATAAACACACTCAAATACGATAATATCTATTTTAATAGATATGTTACTGAAATAGTAAATGATATATCCACTCGCGATTATTTTAAAACGCCGGTTCAATATGCGGCTGATACTAATAATCTTGTTCGTGACGCGGTATTAAATGGATTAACTTCTATCGCCTGGCAAATTATCACCAAATTTAGAAATAATTCTGTCGAAGAATCAAAACTTCAAGGAGTTAATATTGGTAACATTCCGGAAACTGCATTCACTAAAACTAGTTCTGGTGAATTAGCTAGATATTTAACTGAATCTGTTGCCGCTCCGGGAGATAATTTTGCGGCAGAAATTACAAATGTTTTTAGAAATTTAAATGGTTTAGATAAACTGGCGACTATTGGCACTGATACTAAATTAGCAACACTTGGTCTTTCAAAAGAAGCAGTTATTAAATATAATATTGATGCACTTCTTAATCCCGAATATATTTTGGATCCTAGAATCATTAAAAGTGTTAGTGTTGATGAATTAAATAGTGGTATTTTATCAAAAACAGCTGCACCAACAGCACCTCCTGTAGCCCCACTTGGAACTGGAACTGGAATTCCCACTGTTCCCAAGACTACTCCCACTGCTCCTGGTGATCAAATTTTATCACTTCGATATTTATATAATACTACAGGTACTGGTGATAAAGCTGTTTTGGTCACTGAAAGTCAAGGTACGAGTGGTTCGAAAATTGTTGATGTTAATCTTGTTAAAGTTATTCCTGATCTTATTGACAGTATTTCAGGAGTTGGACAAGATATTGGAGCGTATACTGCTGGTTCTGGTTATGGATTAGTAAGAGCTATACTACTTGCTGTATCATATTATATGATTGTTAATCAAGTTACTTTCGAAGATCTCAAAAAACGTGTGGTAAATGTTGGTGATATGGATCATTATGGTAACATCATTGGTTTATTACGAGAGATTTCTAAAAATTATGCCGTTTTTGAAAATAGACTTCGATTGGTTCCTAAAAATCAAGATTATAATGATCTTCGCGATGCTTTTATTTCCGAATTTACCTTGACCAGTTATAAATCGTTCGAAAGATCACAAACTGGTGAATATGGTACCAGAACTACTCCTATTACTAGTGCTAAAAAGACATCTAATCTTCAAGATCCTGAGATATATGATTTCTATAAAAACACTGTTGCCAACAAACCTGATTTTTATAGCCAATTTTTCAATTTAGTTAGAACTGATTCAGGATCGGTAACTCCCGATGTTAATATCACTGAAGCAGTTGATAAGCAAGGTGCAGATCTTGCCAAGTATCGTCTCAATGTCAGAAAAGTATCCGGATATAGTCGATTTAGTGAAGGACAGCGTGGTGGATTGTATGGTGATGTCATATTTATTTCTCGTATTCCTGATTATCCCGCTAATGGCTCAATTGGTCGTGTTTGGTTAAGTAGAGATCAATTTGTTGATGTGGCTTCTTTAAATTCTCGAGGAAGTGAAGCTCTCAGAACTATTGCTAGAAACGTATACTATAGTCCTACTAGTGATACTGTTCAAATTTATAATATTCCCATTCAAGTTGATCCTATTATTAGATCTGTTGCCAGAATGCCGCTATTCAGTTTGAATAATCAAAATTATTTTGGTAATTTATTGAGAGCATCTGTCACTTCATCTATTTCTCCCACTCTCACTCCTGCTTGGAAAGAAAATGAAACTCGTCTAAGTGAACATATTCTTCGTCATGATTCGAAATGGGAAAGAATTGATGATGATTTTGTTCTTAAAGGACCTGATGGTAATGTAGTAGATCACAAATTTGTTAATAATTGTGCTTTTATTGGTTCAAGTGAACAAGAATGTTTAGATGTTCTCAGCCAATGTCTAGCTCCTAATGGTCAATCTATTAATGACAGATGTTCACAATTAACTGATTTTAATTTCAATGTCGATTTACCTGTTAATAAACTCAAAGAAGAAGTTATGAAAATTAATCCATTTGTAGCTTTCAATATTTTAAGACAATTTGGTTTTGCTTCATATTTAACAGAAGAGAAATTCGAACCTATTCGCAATTTCCGTCGTTATAAAGTTCAAAGTGTTGGATCATGGCTGAAAGAACTTGTGGAAAATTCTGACAGATGCAGAAATCCTAATATTTCCAATGATCCTTGTAAACCTCAAACTTTAAGACAATATTTGGGTGATGCAGTTGCTGATAAAATTTTAGCTATGGCCAAAGATCCCAGTAAATTCCCGTTTTTCAATTATCTTGATATGTTAGTAGAATGGGTCAATGCTAATCCTCAAGCACTCAATCCTGAAGAATCCAAATATACTAAAGCTTCAAGCAAATATCCTAATGTCAATGATAGTTTTAGAACTTATGATTATTTGAATCCTTATAAACCCGCTTATTACAGACGTAATTTAGGCAGTCTCAATTGTGGACTTGAACGTCTGAAGAGTAATATTGTTAATGAATTATCTGGTCTTAATGGACACGCTTTTATTTCTAATATTGCATCAATCCCGTCAGAAATTCAAATGCCTTTATCTCGTTCGTCCTTTGTGAGTCCGGTACCATTTGGTAATTTTGTACCGATTATGAGTGGTGGTAATTTCTATGAACTTGAAAATGAACTTAAGAATATTAATAATCAGTATGGATATACTCTTTTCAATCAAATTTATGTTGATTTATTGGAAACCATGAGATCCATGCAAGGTGATCGCAAGATTAACTTGAGTGAACACACTAAAGAACAAATTAGCGAAAAACTCGAAAATTTCAAGAGAGCTGAAGATGCTCTTCGTGAAAGTGTTGTTCGCACTATTGAAAGAAATAAACTTTATCAAGCTTCAAGAGGTTACATTAATCCTTTTAATGTACCTAGTGATAAATTACCTGCTGTTTTAGCTAAACATTCTAATCTTTTACATTTAAGTTCAGCATATAACAAAAAAGCAATTAATCTTATTGATTTATTCAAAACTATTTCGGAAGCAATTATGAGTAAACTTGGTGATGCTGAATCTAAATCAATGTATACTCGACCTCTTAGTGCTACTTATCATTAATAATTTTTAGTCATTAATAATTTAATCATATCATATTGTTTAATTAAACAATCTAATATGTAAAATATATTATACAAATACTAGAGCACCCATATTCAAAAATACTCTTAATATATTATAATTAATAGTGTAAGATCTTATTTTAGCGGTATTTTCTGGTGTAGCAAACTTTCTCAAATGAATATCCATTTCTGCTTTATCAATTTTACTCATATTAATAGTAGATGATGGTTGGTAATCTTCTGGATTTATTGATGGTGAATAGGTATTAATTCCTATTTCTGGACTTCTAAAATGATGTTGTAATGGTTGTACATAGTTAAAATATCTCCAATTTCTAATAGAAAATCTATCTCGACCATTTAAAATTAATTTAGCTGAACGTGTTGGATTTTTACCTATGGGTGTACTATCTGAATTTCTAATTGGGGATGTTGTAAAATTAAATATATCGTTGATAGTATTTGGTCCAGTTAAACTATCCATTTGTACTATCCAATAATGTGCTTTACATGGATGATTTAAATTTAATTTTTGCTTAATATTTTGATTTTTTACAGATATTTCTTGATTAAATTGAATTTGTTCAATTAAATATTCATGATTAGTTTTTATAAACATATTTCTTTCGTCATTGTCTAAATAAATATAATCCACATATAAAAAAGAATTGACAAAATGCGGTTTGATAGACAAATTGGTATTTTCTATGGTTTCGATAGAATTAGGTTGTGGAGTACAATATGTACCAGTTATACTATTATATATGCGATATTTCAAATAATTATCAGCATCTGAATCATTTAATGGAAATGATTCAAAATTTGTTTTTATAGCCGTAGGTGATTTAATTTTAATATAATATAATTTTTTATCAATATAATCATAATTAATCACATATCCATAAATTTTATTATTTGATATTGTTTGTTCAATATAATCACCCAATTTAAAAGGTACAATATCTTCAGTAATTTTAATTGAATGTGTTGGTCCGATTCTATAACATTCTTCTAAACGCCTAAAATTTACTGTTATTTTGATCTCGGATGAAGATAATGCTACTAATGGCAAAGATAATCCTGAATTTTTACAAAACCAAAATTCCAATGGTATATATAATTTAAATCCAGGTTTACCATTACTAAAATTTTTAGCAGCAGGTATATTCCCAATCATTTTATCCAATGCTTCTGATTGACGATTTGATAATTGTGACCATATATATAACCATTCGCCATATTGTTTATCTATATTTTTACCTCCAATTTCAATGCTGGTGTCACGAATTAAAGCATAACCTAAATGAGGTACCCATGCAAATTTACTTATTTTATCAATTGATCCAGTATCTGAATTAATGAATGGCAATATTGGTGGCAGTTCCACATATAAAAATACTCGATTAATTAAGTCACCCAAATGTGAAACAGTACATGTAACTGTTTCACCAAAATTTGCACTTGTCGAAAAATATTGAGCTATTGATTCAATAGAAAAATTTGTGTGTCTACGATAAACTGTTTTAAAAAAAGTTATTTGTGCATCTCCTGATAAATATAAATCTTGCACTCCTTTTGCTACTAATTGTAATAATCCTCCTGCCATTATACTTAATAATTATTAAATATAATGCACATTAAATATTGTACATATCATTCGCTATAATTTTACCAAGATTTTCCACACATACCGGAAAGATAATTAACCATATTAATACTTTGTATCATTGTTACTATTTCTGCTGAATTATTTGCATTAATTTCAGGGTCTATATGATAAATTGAAGTGAAATCATCTATTCTAGTTAAATTCACAGAACCGGCTATAATATTACCTAATGGATCCAAAGACCATGAATATAAATTAACGCCACAATTGGGACTATGATTGAAATATTGATATGCTTTAACATTATTCCACATTATACCAGTAGAATTTTCTGGCATAATCGCGGACCCATTAAACATTAAATATCCTCCGTTTAATGGATTAATTTCAGGATTTTTTATGATATATTGATTATAATCTACTATGTCAACATTATGCGAATCAATTATTTCATTTAATTTTTGTGTCATTTTATGGACAATTTCATTAATTATTTTAATTGGTATTATTTCTGAATAATTAGTTGATTCCAAATCACCAATTTGATAAATTACATCATGATATAACTCATATTTTATTGATTTATCAAAAGATTCTAACTCATATTTTTTAATAGAATTTATTTTCTGCCATATTAATTGAATAATATTTATTATGGTTGGATTATTATCAGATTTTGAATGATACATATTTCTAACCATATCAATAATGTTAATAAAATCATAATTTAAATCTTGTAATTCTAATAATTTATCTATTTCCTCTAATAATAAATTAATTTGTAACTGGTTATATATATTGTATGTATTATTAATAATATTGTCGAAATCTATATTCGGATCATTCATGACATGATATTTTACTAATTGGTATACAATATTTCTAAATATATATTTATCAACGTATATATTGGTGAGATCAAAATTTTTAAAAATTTCCTTGAAACTATCTAAAATAATATTTTCATGATACATTGGTTGTTTTATTTCTTGACATATATATGCTATCATCTCTTGAAGTATATCCCAATCTACAATTGGATAATCAATATTCAAAGATAATATATTTTGTCTAAGTTTTATAATATGAGACTTGTCCACAATTACATCACAATAATTCATATACCTATCTTTAATTGTTTGTAGCATCTGTAAAAAATATTCTTTATTAACATCTGCATCATTATTATATGATACATCCCTAACAGTATAGTCTAATAATAATTCATTAATAATATTTAAAAAACCAAATACACCATGATCTAAATTATCCAATTGTTTATGTATATTATCGTAATAACATGATTTTATTTGATGTATCATAGACAAATCATAACGAGAATATAATCCAAAATTATCCCATTGACGCTCACCATAAAAATAATTACTGTTGATATTCCTTAAATTTGGTTTTGTATGATTGTTTGGCTTTATTAATAAAACTAAATATTTGGTGGGATTTTCAAAATAATTTTTTATAATGTATCTATTAAAATGAATATAATTTGTTATATCTTTTAAATTATTTGATGCATCTATCGTTTTTGTGGAAATTATACCAGATTTATTAAAATATGTTGACCATTTAATATTTTGTCTAGGAATTAACCTATTCATATCAATGTCTGTATCCAAATCTTTATCAATTATTTCAACTGATTTTTGATATTTATATTTGGCTGTTTTAATACCATTTTCTTTAATATAATATTTTTCTGGTTCGATACCTAATTTATAAACAGGAATAGATTTAATATTTGTACTATCTATGGTATCAAATTGCAATTCATCCATGATATATTGTAAATGACTAGTGATAAATAATTTTCTTTCTTCCTCTCCTAAAAAAATATATTCACACATAACATAGGCTTTTTTTATTTTTGGAACAAATGGTTGTGTTTGTTGATTTATTATTATATCTGGATCAATAAAATCTGAAAATTCTTGCTTGTACGTAACATCATCTAATGATCTTAGTTTAATAATTAATTGATATTTTGTGTGCAAACTGGCGTTCAATGGTAAAGATGATGCAATAAACTTATTAAAATAAAATATAAGTGGTAAAGTAATTACATAAGATGATTTAGGTGTTTCATTAAAATTAATTAAATCATTTCTATGTCCAATCATTTTCAAATATCCATCTAATTCACTATTATTTAACGATATTTGACTATTTGTCTCATACCAATCTGATATATGATTATCCAAAATATCATCACCACATTTAAAACTAACTTTTTCGACAAGATAATGAGCTAACTTGTGGATCCAGGCTAATTTAGCGTTACGATTACGATAATATATATTTTGTAATTTATTGGTTATTATTTCTAAATCTTTTTGATAATCATTAGTTAATACAATAATTTTTTGACATATATTAATCAATATATCAGAAATTTTAGAAGCTATATCTATATTTGAATAATTTAATGAATTTGATGATTTTGATTTATTGGATAATTGTTGAATATATTTTTCAATAGAAATTTGTGTATTATCTGTATTTAATGCTTCTATAATATTATCAATGATATTGGATTCAACAATATTTAATTCAGTATTATTTTCGGTATTATTTTCAGTATTATTTTTATTATTAGTATTATTAACATTATTATTTGGGTTCAAATTATTTATCATGCTAGTTACATTGTTGATAGTATCATGATCTATATTAATAATATATCTGCCATGATTGGTAATAGCATCATTAAATACATAATCTATAATATTATTCATAAAATCATAAACAGTTTCTCCTGTTGATTTTATGTAATCATCTATTGTATATTTATTAATATATATTAATGGATTAATAATAGTATTTGGATAAATATTATTTTTATGATGATAATCAATAAAAAAATAAATATAAGACAAATATTCATTACCAATATTTTCCACATAATTTATTATTTCAGGATGCTTTCTGAATTGTTTACAAATTTCTTGCAAAAGAATATTTTTTAGTGTCAATATATTGACATTTGATTCTTGTTCAAAAAATGATTTTATAAAAAATGATTTTATAAAAAATGATTTTATAAAAAATTTATCCAAGTCTCTAGAAATATTGACATTGATTATCAATAATTTTGCTGATTTTGTGATCTGAGAATTATATTTCGGAATTATTATTTTTGTAATATAATTGTAATAATCTTCATAATTAATTCCTTTAGATGATGCCAATTTGGAAATAAATTCTGCATCGTTATCAGACACATATTTATCACCAATATGATCAGTAAAATAATTATTAATATCTTGAAATAATGATAATTTTTTTAAAAATACAGTTTGAAATTTGGATAACAATTTTAATATTTTTTTTACTAAATTATTATCTAAACAATATCTGTAAATAGAATTACAAGACACAAATATTGTATTAATTGTGTCGCAAATATCTTTTTGTGTTAGTAAAGTAATAGAATCTTGTAACAAATAATTGTGATATTTTTCTAAAATATATTTTTGCATATCGGTAAATTTTCCCGAATTTATTTTTTGAACTATTTTATCGATATCGTTTGGATATTTATCTGGATGTTGATAAATATTAAATACATTTTCTAACATATTTACATTAATTGAATTAAAAACACATGGCATTAAATTCATGTAGGAAAAATTATCGCTTGTTAAACTATTTTTATAAAGATAATTAATTGTATCTATATTTTTACAATATAGATAATACTGTGACACAAAATTATCTCTTAAAACTACAATATTTTCACTAATAGTCAAATCAAAACTATTTATTTTATAAACATGGTCATAAATTATTTTATTATTACTTATTAAATCATCAATTGTGTAATCTTTTGAATTTAATAAATTGGCAGTTTTTTTATTCTCAGCGATAATATTAGCTACATTAAGTAGTTGATCAATCCAATTATTATCTAATTTATTGTCAAATTTTAAATGTTGTTGTATATAATCTAACGAATCATATAATATACTACTAATATGATTGGCATCATCTAATGTCAGTATCGGATTGGTATATTTAGCTAGATGATCAATTGTTTCTAGCAACCAATAATATATTTTATTATCATATTTATTAAATTTAATAAACTCCATCATTTTTTGAAATTTTAATGTATTCAAATCATATTCATTGATAAATTTAATATTAGTAAAAGTATTTCCTCGATTTTGAAACAAATCATGTCTGATTCGATAATAATCAATATCGAACAATTGATATTTTGAACAATTGTCAGAACAATTAATTATTTCTGATGTTGTAATATATATTGGCATATTTGTATTTATTGAACATAATGTTATTTCGGTCAATAAATCATAATTCGAAATTGTTTGATTATGATCAAAAAAACTTGGATCAACACCATATGGTTTTGTATTGGGTAAAGGTATTGGATCATTTAATGGTAATTCTGTTTCAGATATTTTATCATAATATCTTGACACATATGGTGTATTAAGATAAGCTTCGCCAGAATATCTTGATGTATTTGTAGTTACATAATAAATATTATCGTTTTTTATATCGGACATTTGAATATTATTATCATTTTTTTTAATAATATAATCATTAATCAATTTAATGATACTTAATATGGTGTCTGTTGATTTTTGTTTGATTGTATTCATATCTGACAGAACACAATAATAAAATTTTTGTTGTTGTCTTGTATTAATCATTTCGAGATTAAAATAAAATTCCATTTGATCAATATTTGATAAAATATTTTGCGAAATTATTGGCATATCATTCATATTTTGTCCAAAAATATAATACTTTACGTATTTTTCCACAATATCATTGTGTGCAGAATTAAAATTATTAGTGAAATAATTAGCAGGTGCTTCAAAATTACAATTGTCATATGAATCCATAAAATGTTTATAAATATGATAATATAACAACGAAGCAATTGCTCGAATATCAGATATTTCGTCTTTGTTTACATGTGGTATTTGAATATCAAGATATTTGGATATATTATTTTGATCAATAGTGGATATAAAATGATGAATATATTCGAACATTTCAGTAATAGAGGCTACAATATTACGATGAAAAATAATAGTAATATATATCATATTTGAATCAGTTAAATTATTTTTTAAAATTTCTGGAAGATAAGTTGTCATAGTACTTGATATATCTGGACATGAAGTATTAGAATATAAATCATTTAATAAATATGAAATTTCATGCATATAATATTCAATATTTATTTTTAATAACATTATCATATATTTTAACATATTTAAACCATTATCAGATACATTAATATTTAATTTGGATAGATAATCGATATATGCCGATTCATCAATTCCATCTAAATATTTGAAAAAATAAAAAAACCATGAATTAATATTGATGACTTTATTGGACCGATCTGTTTCATCTGTAGTTAAATAACTATATATATTAGATAATGGTAACATATTATTAAACATTAAATTACTTGTTGAAGTGAATAAATTTGGACGATATTTTTCAAATAAAAAATTAGTTTGTAATTTAATATTATCAAACATTTTTTCGGCTTCTTCATTCACAAATTTTAAATATGAATTTTCTAAAATATTAGGATATATATAATCATTAGTGGTATGTAAATCAATTGGTAAGAAATCATTATTAATATGATTAACTATATTTCTTGATGGTGTGTTTAAATTTAAAAAAAATTTGGATTTATAATTTGGATCAATAACAGTCGAATATTTTGTTCCAGCTAATAAAGTATCTTGTTTATTTGTATATATATATTCAGTTTCACATTCAAATGGTTTAATTACGATTATTGGTACAGTTTTGGATAAAGTATTTAATAAATTAATAACACTGTTATAATCATTTAATGATCTATAAAATTCTGGTCCAAAATCATGATACAATTGATTTTTATTAATATTTATTGAATGATCATTTATCTGCGATAAAAATGATTTATTTGGAAATGATTTATCTAAATTTTGTAAATGGTATATTTTATCATATATATATGTATCAGTTATTGATAAATTATTTTTTGTAATAAATGAATTAATAATATCGTTATGCGGGAATATTTCTTGGAAAATATTGGACCATAATAATATATTTGGTACTTGTTTACTATTGATAATAGGTATTTGTGAAATAATATTTTTATCCATCATTGTCATAATTTTAACAAGCTCATAAATAGAAAAATAATTTTTTTTGTGCAACATTATTTTATCCATTAATTTAATTTTTATTAGATTAAAATCAGGATTTTTATTAGATTTAGCGGATTGATACATATTTTGATAAATATGTTGGTAACTATCTGTTTCTAAAATAAAATTATTTATTTCTGAATCTAAATTCAAATCAGTAATTGATACTCGAGATTTTGGTTTATTTTCCAGTGAATAAATTGCATTCAATGCATCATCTTGATCATTTTTATACTGTTTATAAGTGTTGGAAATTATATCCATTAATTTTTGATATTCTATTATATCGTTATGTATACATGAATCAATTTGTTTGTATAAAATATCATCTTTAAAATTTATTTGATTAATCGCCTTGACAATGTCATAATTTTTACTATTCAAAAATCCAGCAGATATTTTAGGTATTTCAAAAGTCAAAAACATTCGATGAAGAAGATCTCCGTTTGGCACAATATCCAAACAAGCTGATTTTCCAAAATCAACATTATTTTTAAAAAATAATGGAATCATTTCTCTAGCAAAAGGAGTGTGTCTTCGATAAACTTTTTTAAAAAAAGTTACTTGTGGATTACTATTAAGCCATACATTTTGTGCAGCATTGTTATTTGCTACTAAATTAAGTATTCCACCTGCCATATTAATTAATGTATTAATAATTAACACATTAATTAATATTTATACAACGAGTTTTAATCCGATTATAATTAGTGACTAGTTTGAAAAGCTAAACCAGCCATACCATTCATAATTCTTAATATATTATAATTCATTGTATACGCACCCATATATGCACCTTTTGTTATTTGATATTCATCATTGATAATATTAACAAATTTTTTGGTAAATTCCATTAATATGCTAAATTTATCTATTCGACTCAAATTTATAGTAGCAGATGGTTGATGTATAGTCGGTTTAATAGAAAAAGAATACACATTTAAACCATCAGGAGGACTATGATTAAAATACCAATATGGATGCATATAATTAAAAAATTTCATATCACCATTATTATTAGTTATATTATAACCATTAATTAATATATAAGCCATATCAATCGGAGATATACTTCCATCTATACCAATTCCAAAATTATTCCATTGGCATTTATTTGTACCAGTTGGATTTTCTCGATAAAAATTTGGTTGAACAAACCAAGTTATGAATTTAGTTGGATTAGAAAATGATAAATTTGCATTATATTTTTCACTAAATATATCATCAAATTCATTCATTTGTATTGTTTCTATTAAATATTCATGAGTAGATTTAGCAAAACGTTTTCTTTCATCCGAATCCAAAAAAACATAATCTACATATAATTTGGCATTTACAATATTAATATCATATTGTGATTGAACTGTTGACATATTGGATAGTGCTGGATCATCTTGATAATAACAAACTTTGGACAAATCTTTTAATTTAATTGTAATAATAACATCAGAATATCTCAACGCTATTAATGGTAATGATAATCCTGTGTGACGACAAAACCAAAATTGTAAAGGAATTATTAATTTATAACTATTTTTAATTGAATCATCAAAAACAGTTAACTCTTTGACATTACCAATCATTTTATTATAATTGTCAATATGATGATCATGTATGAATAATTTATTAAATATTATCATCCAATCACCGGTATGACGATCTATAATTTGATCACCTATTCTAATTTCAATAAAATCAAATATCGAATGTCCTAATTCTTCAACCCAAGCAAATTTATATCTTTCTGAATAACTATTATTTTTAATGGATTGGTATTTTTTTTGGGCGATCAAATATGCATTATAGATGGGCATATAAAAATCATACATTTGTGTATATAATGAATTTTGTATGACATTCAACAATTTATTTTTAATAATATTATTATACTGTTCATCAACCAGGTTACAATTTTTATTATTAGATATAGATTTATAAATAGCAATTACGTCCAAACATTTAATATCTTGTAATAAATGATATCTATTTTTAGCCATAATATCCTTAAATTCTGGTATATTAGATATTTCATCAACATCTTGATTATTGGATATATAATCAGACAATAATTGGCGCGCCGAATTTAAATTTTTACTAAATTTTTCATCTCCGACTATTTTAGATATTTCATCTAAATCAATATTGTTAATTCGTAACAATTTTACTAAATTACGCGCAGTTTGAGAATTTTCTGATATAAAATTATATACTTGTGAATAATAATTTTTCAATAAATTATATTGTTTTTCCGCGATTTGTAAATTGGTTGACCACATCGAATCATTACGTATTTTTAAATCAACTTTAGGAATATCAATTTCAATATATACTCGGCTCATTAAATCCCCAATTTTTTCTATACGACAATTCATTTCCTCATTAAAATTAGTAATACCAATTAAATGTTGTGTTATTGGTTCGATTGCGAAATTGGTATAACGTCTATAAACTGCTTTAAAAAATGTTATTTGTGGTGTTCCTGTTAAAAATATATCTTGTGATCCATATACTGCTAATTGTACTAATCCTCCTCCCATTTAATATATTACAATTAGGTATTCTGTAATTAATTTATGACGATATATATTGTAAAAAATTGACTTTTTAATATCTTTATTCATACACATTCTATCAAATTTAATAATAAAATGGATACAAAATATTCAAATATATTATTGGTACCAATTGGATTGGGATCAGTTTGTATTATATCAAATACTGGTCCAAATTATTTAATAGATAATACTGCAATACTACCATTTAGTATTGCAACATTAGCAATGTTATATTTCTCAGTTGATTTTTATCTCATGGTGAAAAATTATGATCCTAGAAATAAAGTTTATTTTATGCATCATATAATTGGAATTTTTTCAATTATGTGTGTTTATTCAAAATATACCAATCTTTCTGCATATCTGTTTGCTTTTTTGACTTTCGAATTATCGACTCCATTTTTAAATTCTACCAAATATTTTTATAAACAAAGATCTACCTATTTATTTAATTTGGCATACATTATTTCTGTCATAATGTTTTTTACAATTTTTACAATTGTTAGAATTATTTTTGGTACATATTTATTGTATCAAATAATACCAATTATTTATAATTTGCACGGATATCATAAAATACTTGTGATATTACCCGGTATATTACAATTATTAAATTATGTTTGGTACTATAAAATAATTAAGATGTTATGCAAATAATTTATAATCAATTATAATCAATTATAATTAATTTAATTTTGTTTTGATTAAAATAAAATTAAATTCATATTACTTTCTTCAAAAACTCAATACGTTGATTAATATGATTCAATGTTTCTGGAGCATTTTCTTTTAATTTGGCTAAACCAGTTCCAAAACCATCGCGTGGCAAAACTACATAATCATATTTTTTTGATAAATTAATAATATTATTAATTGCATAATCTATTTTTTTTATATTATCATGATATTCTAAATCTGTATAGAAAGATGTTAATTGATTATTTGGATATTTTTTTGTTGGTAATCCAATTGTGTTTACACAATCTCTTATAATTGCTTGTCCACCTTTACCAACATGAACATCATTATCACCGTAAACAAATAAGGCATGTGGATTTTTTTTCACATCATCAACGGTCCAAAATCCATTAAAAATTATTATTTTGGTTTTATGATTTATGCGTTTATTTTGTTTCATTTGATAATATAATACTATATTATATTTTTATCCAAAACAACAATATGTTCAATTTTTTTAAACAAAAAAATTCAACATCAAAATGTTTGTTATTCGTTAATAAAATATTTTCATAATTTAAATTGACATGAATTTCAACAAATTTACTTTCTTTGAATTTCAATTAGAAAAAATGGTTATGGATCCATCTATAGTTATGATTGCTAAACGAGGTTCAGGTAAAAGTTTTATTACTCGTGATATAATTTATCATTACAGACACATTCCTGGAGGAGTTGTTATCGCTCCTACGGACAAAATGAATTCATTTTACAAATATTTTTTCCCAGATTTGTATATACATTATGATATCAAAGAAACAATTTTGGCCAAAATTTTAAAACGACAAATGTTAATGATTCAAAAACAAAAGGAAAAGAAAAAACTTGGCAAAAAAGTAGATCCTTCTGGAATATTAATTATGGACGATTGTTTGGCTCGTAAAAAATCTTGGAGTAAGGATGAAAATATTATGGAAATACTTATGAATGGTAGACATTATAAATTGACTTACATATTAACTATGCAAACGCCACTCGGTATTACTCCAGATCTGCGACTTAATTTTGATTATGTTTTCTTATTGAAAGAAGATTCCGCTATCAATATGAAAAAATTATATGAAAATTATGCAAGTATGTTTCCCAGCATGTTTGCTTTTGAAAAAGCATTTCGAAAATGCACTGAAGATTTTAAATCTATGGTAATAGATAATAGAAAACCATCAGATTCCATTCAAGAAAAAGTATTTTGGTTCAAAGCCAAAGAAAGAAAATTTAGTTTTGGATCATCCAGATTCAAAGAAATCCACAAAAAATACTATGATCCAAATTATTTAGTCAAGAAAACAGGTTTATTTAATAATGATATGCTTATGGCTCGCAAAAGGAAAAATGAAATCGATCTCAATATTAATTTAAAATAATAATCTATAGCGGCTTGGAGAAAAAATTTTTGATTGTATCCAAATCTGGACGATTTTTTGGATTTTTATCAATAATTTTCATTACGAAATCATCAATATAATCATATCCTGAATTACATTGTTTTGGTTTAGTATTTCTAATAGCATATTCCATATCGGATATACTTTTGCATTTATAAGGACATTTTTTTTTGTTAAAAACATAATAAATAGTTACACCAAAAGAATATATGTCTGTAAATTTATAATCAATATTTTTATCATACATCCAAATTTCTGGAGCCATATAATTTGGAGTACCTGTTAATTTTGGTTGTATTGGAAATTTAGGATCAGTCAAAGAACAAGCCAAATCAAAATCAATTAAATAAGCTTGTGTATCTTGGACAATAATATTATGCGGTTTAATATCTCTATGGATAAAATCCATATCATGAATTTTTTTTATGGTATCACATAGTTGGCAAATTATTTTGAAAAAAAATTCATAATCTTTATTATTATAATCCATTTCATACAATGAAATAGATATTGGATTATATGGATAAATTAAATAACAATTATACTTATCTTCAATATATTTATCAGTTTTAATAATACCATTACAATCAATTAATTTTGGTATGTGATATTCATTTAGTATCCTCTTTTTTGATTTGTCATTTTTTTTTTCTATTTTTTTTACTATAACTTTTTCATTATTCTCAATACATTCAACTATACTTACTCGACTATTTTTGGATTTATAAATAGTTTTTTCTATTTTATAAATCTTCTCAAAAACTTCAAAAGACATGAATAATATTAATATATCAGACTGGTATATTAATATTGATTATTTCAACAAATAAATTTCAATTTTTATTTGAATTAATTGACATCCACTCGAGTAGTTTGACACTGAGATTTATCATAATCAAATCTATTTGCTAACTCCGGATCATTGATATAATCATATATGTTTTGAATCGCAATATTATCTTCTTCATTACCAACAAATTTAGGTTTATCAGATATAATTGTATCGGTTCTATTATCTGAAATATTAATATTATCATTAGAAGATGATGATGTCGATGCAGAAGTTGTGGTACCAGATGTATTTGATGATTTTCCTTGTTTGGCTTTTTTGACTTCTTCACGTTTGGCTCTTCTTTTTTCTTGACGATTGCGTAATTTAACAATTTTTGATTCTTGTTCGGTATTTTCCTGGAGACGTTGTTTTCTTTTCTCAAATTCTTCACGTTCGTTAACAAGATTATCAAGATAACACTTCATACAATAATTTAATTGTTTCAATAATAAATCATGATCTAAATTATTATCTGAATAGACACTCCATTTACCTACTTCAAAAGTATATATTTTATCATGAGGATATAATTTTTCTAATTCTCTTACTCTTTTAGCCAGTTGATTTTGTGTTTGAAACAATCCTCTCACTTTGAAATATAATCCATCAATATTTTTAATATTTTTGGGTGAATATAAAGAAATGCATCCAAATTTAAGACCTACACTTGGATTTTCATCCAAATAGTCATGTTTATTTGCTTCTTCAATTTCATCTCTTAGTTTGTCAATTTCAGATAATACGTCTTTAACTTGATTTACAGTTTTATCTTCGTCAACTAACATATCATATTCTTGTTTAGTAATTTTTCCTTGCTCATATAATTTTTCACGCAATCTACGTTTTTGATCTTTTAATTTTTCATTATTAACATTAGCATAAACTGTTTTTTGTTCATTTTTAAATTGTTGGTTCATTAGTTTAATTTTATCAATATTTTCTTTTCTGGTTTTCTCAAGTTCATTTAATTTTTCATCATCATATTCAATAGCATCTGATCTGGTGGCATCATCCCAAGGATATAATTTTCCAAGATTTAATGCATAAATATCATGATTAGGCATTTTTTTCTTGATATCTTTAGCATCTGTATCAGCTATTTCGAAATTATTATATCCATTATGTATTTTAAAAGCTTTGATATTAAGAATTTTAGTTTTATCTACTTTATCCGAACTAAAAAAACTCATTGTACAATAATTTACATCTCCAAAAGGAGCATCTTCTTCAATGGTAGGTATAATCTTAAATTGTGATTTATTTCGCATTTACTAAATTATACAATAACTTGTTTTTATATTTATTGTATAATAGCGCATTATTTTCCAAATATAAGATTTATTGATTTTACCACAAATACAAATTATAATCTTTTTAAAATATATAATATTAATGGGCGATTATTATACAAGTGAAAATGCATCACCTGCAAGATTTAATGATATAAGTCAACCACCTTTACAAACTGCGCAAGGTAATGTACAACCTACGCAAAATGTAACTTTTTCACCTCCACAAAACAATGTCGCTCTACAAAATCTTAATGCTGCTCCTTATGTAAGTGATCCCGCTTACAGATATAGTACCAGCACTTTTAGTTGGGATTTTGCTGAAATTCTTAGACGTGCTGTTAAATATTTAATCGAAGGTTTAGCTGTTGCTTTTGTTGCTTATTATTTTGTTGGCAAAGGTAAACTCAACATTAAAGATATTGTCATGCTCGGTATTACTGCTGCATTCGTATTCGCCATTCTCGATGTCTTCTCTCCTACTGTTGCTCTGGGTGCTCGATTCGGTGCTGGTTTCGGTATAGGGCAGGGCTTATTTGGTCTAAATCCCGCAGTAATTGGAGGACCTGCCTTTGTAGCTCCTTTAATCTAAAGTTAAAGGGAAAACCCAATATTCATTTTATTTATTATTTCGAAATACGTTATAATAAACAAATTAATTATCATACGACCACTTATAACCAAATCTTATTCTTACAGGATCTTTACATGCACGACTTATAGTGGGATTTTTATTTTTCAAACCTAAATATTCGTTGGCTTCTCTTATGGATTTAAATAGTTTGACTATTTTACCAGTTTCAGGATCGATCATTTTAATTGGTTTTCCATTTGCATGACAATTATTTTCTTTTTGAGAAACCCATTCAAGATTTTCTACACAATTATTTGATCTATTTTTATCAAGATGATTTATATGAATTTTATTTTTTGGATCATTATTCTTAATAAAAGTAATGGCTACCAATCTATGGACACGATATCTTTTTGTAACATTAGGTTTAATTGTCAAATTAATACAAATATATCCATCACGATTTAATTTGCTTAAATATCTTCCTTTGAAATTTATTACATTTCCTTTGTTAGAAATTTTGTAAGAAGTCAAGTCATTTTCATCTATTTTTTTGATAGGTTTAAATATTTCATCTTTATCAGTTTCATATTTGACAATTTTTTTTTCGATATTAAATTTTCTGCGCCAAACATACCCATAAGCTGTTTTTCCTTTACCTATTATACAATGATTCAAATTAGTGTGACGATATTCCGAATTTGCATCTAAAATTTCTCTCGAAGATCCCCATTCTTTTATTAAATTATCTTCTGTATCATATTGTAAAATTGGATTTTTCGGAGCAAAATTTTTAATATAATGTTTAGCATTATCTGATGATGATACCCATCTCAAATTAGAAACATGGTTATTCAATTTATTATTATCAATATGATCGACTATTCTTAAATTTTTTGGATTAGGTATATATGTTTTGGCTACTAATCTATGAACTGATAAACGTTTCTCGCCATTTTTACCACTCAATGTTACCATATGATAACCTGAAGTAAATGTTTTTTTGATCGGATAATCATTCGATGCATTTATAACATTGCCACTCTCAGAAATTTTGTATTTAGGGAAATCGCTAATTTTTCTCCATTTGGCATTTTTAGACATTGTGCAATTAAAATTCAAACAAATAAATTTGGGAATTAATTATATACAGTGTATTATTTTTATATAAAAATAATATCACACATTCCAAAAAAAAGATGATAAAAATAGTGTTAAATAATAAATTATTATAAGTCACTATCATAAAAATGCAATCATCAACCATAGCAAATAATATTATTGAGCTATATGAAAAACATGGCGCGAGTGATTATATTGGCGAAAATTTAACTCAATTAGAACATATGACTAAAGCTGCTATGTTAGCTGAAGATTATGGCGAAAATAAAAATATAATTCTGGCTTGTTTTTTGCATGATATTGGCCACTTGCTAGAAATAAATAATAAATCTAAACAAATGGGTAATTTAGGTGTTATGAATCACGAATTGATTGGTCGACAATATTTATTGGATAATGGATTTAGCCAAGAAATTGCAAATCTGGTTTCCAATCATGTCAAAGCTAAAAGATATCTTGTGGCAAAATTTCCCGATTATATTAATAAATTATCAGAAGCAAGTAAAGCAACTCTACTTTATCAAAACAATTTAATGTCTGGAGAAGAAGTGATTGAATTTGAAAATGATTTGTTATTTAGCGATTCTTTGAAAGTGAGATTTTATGATGATCAATCAAAAACTGTTAATCGCGAACTCAAATCACTGGATTTTTATCGAAACTTGATGATCGAGCATTTATCTAGATAATATTGAAAAAAAAATAAGCTTATTTGAATAATCATACAATTATGACTATTCAAATGGAAGATTACGATTTTGATAAAGAATATTATTGTGCCACAAACGTAGAATGTTCTGGATTTAGCAAATTAATGCATTTAATACTTATAGAAACAAATGAAACTATTATTACTGATTATTTAACTAATCATATGGATGAAATCCATGTAAGAAATAAATTGCAATGGACACCATTAATGATAGCTTGTATTAATAATAAAAAATGTAATAATATTAACATTATAAAATTATTAATAAAATGTGGATCAGATGTCAATGCTCAAAATAATAATGGTACGACACCTTTGATGATGGCATCATATTATACAAATCATTATGACAAAAATATAGTCCAATTATTATTAGAAAATAAAGCTGATCCAAATATTCAAAGAAATGATAGCTTGACAGCATTAATATTCGTATCATATACAAATAATTTAAATTTAATAAAATTATTATTACAAAATGGTGCCGATCCAAATCTTCAAACAAATATTGGTGATACAGCATTAATGATAGTTTCTAAAAGTAATGGAAATGATAATATTTTAGAAATAATGGAATTATTATTACAATTTGGTGCAAATCCAAATATTAAAAATAATTTTGGTGATACAGCTTTATTATTAGCTTGTCATAATCAATATATTATGGAAGTGATGGAAATATTATTAAGATATATATCTTGTTCTTACGCCAAAGATTCAAAAAAGTTATATTTTCCTTTGAATAATAATATATTAAAATATTCAGAAAAGTGCAGGAATATTACAGAATATTATATTTATCGCAATATTTCTTTCAAAAATATTATGCGAGAACTTGAAATAGTTCAACCGAAATTTATTTTTAGACCAACATCAATTCGAATCAGAATTATGATATTGAAATGGAATTTGGATAATAATATTTTGTCACAAATAATTAAATTTTCTAATTTTGAATTAATTGATTATCTTGGAATAAATGATTATAGTGACTTGCAATCAAAAGTGAATTTTATTACTAAAAATTTGAATTAGGAATATTAAATGAATTTGCTTAAATAATTATAATGTATATTATAATTAATTTAATGAAAAAATATAATCCTGCTGCTGAATATTATTGTGCAGATAGTATTAAATGTGATGGATTTAGCAAATTAATGTATTTAGTTTCAATATTTAGTGACGATACTATTATAAAAAAATATTTAAAAAAAAACAAATCAGAAATCAATTTGAAAAATACTTTGGGGTGGACAGTATTAATGATAGCTGCAGCTAATTGTAGAAAATATAGCAACACAAACATAATTAGTATATTATTAAAATATGGTGCTAGTATTGATTTAAAAAATAATAAAGGATCAACAGCTTTAATGATAGCATCAGTGTGTTCTAATTCTACAAGTACTTTAGAAACAGTGGAATTGTTAATAAAAAATGGCGCTAATATTAATACTCAAAATAATATTGGTCGAACTAGTTTAATGATTGCTACATATTATTCCAATTCCACAAGTAATCTAGAAACAATAAAATTATTGGTAAAAAATGGTGCTGATATTAATTTAGCTAATTTCAATAATTTTACTGTTTTAATGGTGGCCACGTATTATCATATAAATGTGGATGTTATAAAATTTTTATTGGAATCAGGTGCTAATATAAATGCGCAAGAGAATTCAGGATATACTGCTTTAATGTTGGCTTTGGATAAATTTAATGATAACTATGATACAATAACATTATTATTGAAATCTGGTGCCGATAGTAATTTACAAAATATGTATGGAACTACAGCTTTAATGATCGCCGTAGCAAAATCAAATATTAATATTGAAACAATCAATTTATTATTAGAATATGGATCAGATCCTAATATTCAAGATTTTGATAATATTACTGCTCTAATAATATCAATCAAAGCATCTAGTGACGAAAATATTATTAAACTTTTATTATCGCGATGTATTAATATTGATACACAGTATAAAAATAAATCAACTATATTAATGCATGCTTGTTATAATTCTAATATTGAAATTACAGAATTATTATTAAATTTGGGTGCGAATCCCAATCTACAAGATGATAATGGATTAACTGCTTTAATGTTAACATGTATGAAATCCACTCCAGAAATACTACAAATTTTTGACTTATTATTGAAATATAAGTCGGATCATTATATAACAGATAAAGATGATAAAACCTGGATTAGTCATATTAAACCAGAATATAAAAAACAATGTATTGATACCATTGAATATTATACAAATAGACATTTTATTCATAAATTTATTATGCGGCAAATAATAACTATTTTTCCAAAAATAATTTTAAGACCCACATCTATTAGAATAAGATTAATATCTTTGAAATGGAATGTATTAAATAAAAATTTATTACAAGCTATTAAATTATCAAATTTAGAAATCATTGAGTATATATCGGCTCGTGATTTAAATGATTTAAAATACAAATTAATTGATATTACCAATTATATTGACTAAATGAATATTTAATTAATATAATTTATTGATCGAACATAATATTTATCCGTTTATTAATCGCTAATTAATCTTTTAATTACAACACATCTGTTGGGATCTATTCCAATAGTTTCTGTTTCTATACCAGAATATTTTTTTGCGGCAACATGAGTATATTGACGATAAAATGAATTCATAGGTTCAAAAATAAATTCGGGACTATCATCTTTATGATACCAACGCTTAATTCTGGAGTCGATTATGGCTTTCTTTTTTAATTCTTCTTTTTGTTGAATTTCTTTTTTAGTCAAACAATGTTGTTTGTCTGAGATCATATCGATAATTGGTTCACAAATTTTTAAATATTTAGATAAATCTACACTGTGACTATCAATCATTTTATAATAAATCATTAATGAAATATAAGAATCAGTTACAGCATATTCAATTTGTTTTTGTGTTAATGTTTCAGCATTCCAATCAGATTTTTTTATCTCTGACAAATCTTTATCTGGCAAATAAATATTCATGGTAATAACAGCCAAAGTTTTTAAACCAATGTTATTTTTATTATCCAAATTGTCTAATATATCTTTTGATAAATCCGATAAATCTAAAACTGATTGAATGAGTGGATTCGGAAAATATTTTAAAATGGCCATCATATCATCCCTAATTGAAACACCTATTTTTATTATTTCAGGATCAGATAATAATCTAGTTAATTCAGTTGGTAATGAATCCATTTTATTAACTTGAACAATTAAATCAACATCAATTGTAGATAGTTGGATTATAGAAATTTTTTCAGCTTTACCTGTCATAAAAGTTTCAGTATCAAAACCAATATGTTTAACACTATAATCATAAATATTTGTTTTGATCCATTGATCAATAATATTACTGTCTGAGGAAACAGTAATTATTCTATTGATTGGAAATTGGTATGTAACAAGTTGCCGATTAAATTTTTGTTCTAAATATGTTTTGTCATCTATTTTCAAGTTCCAAGATTGGACAATTGATTCTGAATCAATATTATCTAAATCAATATTTTGTAAATTAACATTAGAATTTGTATCTACCGAAAATACTGACGGAAATTTATTTAAAAATTGACCTAATGATAATTTATGTCTACGCCAAATTGGATGTTTACTATTATTATTTTTAATATGAGCATCGATTAAATGCATTTTACTTGGTCCATTTTCTTTGATATGCAAAATTATCTTATTAATTGTCAAAATTAATTCTTCGTTATCCATTATTATTATTTATTATCAATCATAATAATGATTTAAACTTATTTTTTTTTCAATTTTTTATATATTAAAGTAGGTACATGCACCTATTTCAATATATTTTTATATGCTTTTATAAAATTCCCAACGCATGTATTCACATATATTTTTCCATATTTTATCATGTTGAAGTAATTTAGCATTATTTTTCAATAAAGGAAAATAACTGATGTATTCGTCAAGATCTAACAATTCGCAAAATTTATGCAAAACATAAGAATAATTCAAAAAATTCTTTCTATTTTTCGGACAATAAATTGCAAAAGGTTTTTGTACTTGTCTAAACATTTGCTTAATTTTCATTTCATGTTCTCTACTAAAATTCGGAGGTTCTTTACCATTAATGATTTGTAGAATATGAGGTACGTGCTCGTAATATTTACGATAATTTAATTTTTTTAATATTCTACGTAATCTGAATATATCTAAATCATTTTTATTAATTTTTCTTTTCTTTAGTTCTCTTTTTATACTTTCAAATACCTTGGGAGGGATATCTGTTGATTCTTTTGCCTGAAGTTGACTCAATATTTCTGTTAAATGATTAATTCTTTTGTAGGCATAAGTGCCAGAATCTTGTGTTGGTTCTTTATAATTAGGTTTATCTGTAGTCAATAAAATTGGCTCTGATAAACCACATTTTTTACAAACAATATAACTATCATTTTGACTCAATATTCTTTCACCACCACAATCTTCAACAGGACAAATATTAGATATTTTTCTTGGTGCTTTTCTGTGTTGTGAATCAGTAATATTAAGATAATTATCATATAATTTGGCTCGACTAATACGAGGTTTAGAATTAGAAGTTTTACTACCAGAATATGTAGTTTTACCAGATTTATTTTTTTTACCATCGGGAGAATCTGCAGATTCTGATTTGTTGGTTTCTTTCAAAAAATAACTCAAAATATTTTTTTTACCATCATTAATTGATTCAGAAATAAATTCTTCCTTATCATCATCAATAATATTTTCATTGTCATAATAATTGACTAGTATTGGCAAAGTATTAACAATATAATTTAAGGATTCGGTACAATTTTCGATCGAATATATGTCATTACGAAGTTTCTCAATAGTATCCATAAGATGAGCTTTTCTTCGAATATCTTCATGTGAATATTTATTTGGATTCATTGATTTAAGTTCTTCAAGTTCAGCCATTAATTTTGTCATTTTAGCTCTTTTTTTTGGAAGTGATTGTGACATCTTTTCAAATTTATTTATTTTATCTGTGTGTTTTTGATCCAGGGTGCCCTTTTTGACTCTATTATTTACGTTACGTCTCGCTCTGGTCTTTGCCATTATGTCTTATCTTTAAGTAATGTAAATGGAACTTTATATGAGTTAATTTAAAGATATATTGAAATTTTAAGATTTGGTTTTGTAATATCTTTTTCCATACCAATCAACCTCATTATCAATGATTGGATTAAATGATGAAGTTAATTGAGTACCAGGATTATCAGTTATCCAATCAATATCATGTTCTTGATTTTCGAGCTTATCTAATTTTTTGAAAGCCAGTTTTTTTTGTTTTTCAACAATTTCGTCAAAATATTCTTGTGTATTTATGTTTGCATCGAACATATTTGATACAATATTTTCTGTTTTATCAATATTAATATATTTTTTAATGAGATTGACATCTATATTTTTCTTACTAAGTTTTTGTCTAATTTCATCATAAAAATTAACGATATTACCTCGTGTAAGTCTTGGAGGTTTAGTCAAAATATCCACATTATCTTCTTCAATATGTGACGAAACATAATAAAAATAATCTACATCATTAATAAGATTGATGATATTTATTTTGAGACTTTGATAATAAACATTAACTGGATCCATGGGTTCTAATTCATAATCTGAATTACCAGTAAATTTGTTGTAAAATCTTTTAATCTTAATTTTATTTCCAATTATTTCTGAGTAACCAAAAATGAAAAATGGCATTTCACATATTTCAATTTCACCATACTTATGATATGTTGTTTTAAGTTTTGATAAATTGAGTTTTGGTAAAACAATATTAAAACCTCGATCAAAATATTTAACTAATCGATATTCATAAGTTGTACTTCTTCGTGTCGTATCAATAATATTACAACTGTATTCATGACAAAATTTTCCTAAACTAGTAAAATATATATCATTACCATCAAAACCAACTGCACTACTTCCCAAATCAAATCCATGTAATATTTCACTAATACTTTTGTACAATCTAAATATTAACTGCACTTTGTAATCGTCATCAATTAAAATTGATATACAGTTTTTATTTTTGATGATTTTATAATCGTGAAAATGATTAACTTTTTTACCATCTTTATTATCTTTATCATTGACTTGACTTCTTACCAGAACATCGAGTAACCATTCTTCAACTCTCTTTGTGGCTTTTTTTTTATTTAATCCATAAACAAAGAAATCAATATCACCACCATATGAGTGTTGACCACGAATAATATTACTAATAGATCCACCAGCAATCAGCAGATTATTCATATTAATTTTTTTTAGAAAAGGATATCGTTTGTAAAATTCATCGTTAAATTTATCCTTGTTGGTCATAAGAATATTAGGTTTCTCAATATTTTTTCCACAAAGTGTCGGTAAATCATAATCTAGCGATAGGTCCGATACAAGACTATCCATAGTATGTAAATCTCCAGTTACACCTTTAGTTCTATGTTTTTTGTCTGTTTTAAGTACTTGGTTAATAGTTGTCATATATATAATTTTATTAATTAGACATATGACTTTATGTTGATTAAAGCTGATTTAAAAATATATTTAATAAATTGGTGGAGACAAAAATAATGACAAAACTATACTTATATTTATTTTCGTAAATATTTTGGAACGCATTACAAAAGGTTACTTTGGTATAAAACTTGAAGTATTCAACCTAAGAAACCATAAATTATAAGAGAAAAAAATTTAACATATTAAATTTTTTTTTCTATCATATAGTATATATATATTACAATGGCAGGAGGATTACTTCAACTCGTAGCTTATGGTGCTCAAGATGTTTACCTAAACTAGTTGGGTAGAAAAGTAGGACGCCGTGATGAAAAATGGATAAATCACGGATAAACCGATTTGTGGTCCATAAAAATCATATATGAAATATGATAACCACACCTGCTAGTGGAATTTTGTTATTATTTAGCAAAATTTTGCAACACCTTCAAATTCAGATGAACCCCTAAAGCCGTATAAAGTAAATAAAAATATTGAAAATTTTAATATATCAATGTTCCAGTGACTAATCAGTTTATAATATATTTATGGAAACTAAAACTTGCACTCGATGTAAAAAAAATAAAAAAATTGAAGAATTTTCTTTTCGCTCCAAACCAAAAGCAATTCGACATGAACAATGCCGAGCTTGTTTAAACTTGTATGCTAAGACTTATCGAAATAATAATAAAGGAATTATTAAAAAAAAACAAAAAATTTGGTATGATTCTAAGGGAAATGTATTAAAAAAAGAATATGATAAAAAAAATCTCGAAAGGACAAGACAGCGAGATAAAAATAGATATCATACAGATCCTTCTTATCGAACCAAAAAAATATTAAGATCACGATTAGCAAAAGTATTAAAAGGAGAAAAAAAATCCAAAAAAACATTAGAATATGTTGGTATGGAATTACCCCAACTTCGAGAATGGATAGAATTTCAATTTGACAAAAACATGACTTGGAATAATCAAGGAATTTATTGGGACATAGATCATGTCACACCTTGTTCCTCGTTTGATTTATCTATCGAAAAAGAAATATATGAATGTTTTAATTGGAAAAATATAAGACCACTAAGCAAGAAAGAGAATTCTTATAAAAGTAATAAAATACTGGAACAAGATATTTATAATCATAAAAAAATATGCAGAGAATTTCAATATAATTATTTATTCGGTACCAAGTAGTATGGGAAACTGTACTATGGCCTGGAGAAGTACCCAGGGTATGGTCACAAGCCGACGGATGATAGATTTGGTTAAAACAATTTAATCAAATTTAAAAATGGGCAAATGCTGAGCCAAGTCCTAACCCTCGTTATGCAAGAGGCATGGATGCAGTCCAGAGACTAGAAGGAGGTGCGCTTGAGGAAATTAGCAGTTTCCGATGATTGCGTAAGGTATAGTCCACCCCCATCTCGAAAGAATGGGATCCGGTGCACAGGGAATCCACAAATTACATTTTTTAAGGTTTGTATATAACATTACTGGCCTTAGTAGTTATTAAAGGTAACTGCTAGTCATTTTATAAATATTGGTGAAGTAGGTAACCTGCCACCGAAAAGATCCAATATTATAAATGGCAACACTGTCAAATTGCGGGAACGTCCTAAAGACGTCGTGTACCAAGTTAATGGAGAAATCTATTAATGGCCGAGATTGGAACTCGGGTATGGTAAAAATCACGCGTATGATTAAATAGATTTAATCTATTTATGAAATGGATAATCCGCAGCCAAGTCCTAAATACCGTTACTTTGATGAGTATTTCAAAAATAATTTTTGGAATCACGGTACATGGATGCTGTTCAGAGACTAAATGTCAGTGGCGATGAAAGAAACTAATCATTTCTTGATGATTCGTTAAGTTATAGTCCGGCCACATGGGAAACTATGTGGACTAACCGCGTTTATAGAAGACATACTAATTTTGCAGTTGAATCAATTGAACAATATTTTAACGGAAATGTAAATTTCGGAAGGAAATCAACTGCGGAAATCTCTCGTAATGGAGATTTGATTACACAAGCCTTCCTAAAAGTAGTGCTACCCGAAGTACGATTCACTGGTGCTTTCGATAAATTTGGACATGTTGAATTTGCTTGGGTCAGACACGTTGGTCATGCTATTGTAGATGAAACTGAATTAGAAATTGGAGGTTCTAGCATTGACAAACAATATGGTGATTGGCTTCATATTTGGAAGAATGTTTCTCAAAGTAAAGATCACGATCATGGTATGGCTAAGATGCTTGGTGATGTTCCCGAACTTACCTCAATTAGCACTTTATCATGGGATGTTCATGACAACACTCTTCTCAAGCCGTCATACACTTTATATATTCCCCTCCAATTTTATTTCTGCCGTAATAATGGTTTAGCTCTTCCCCTTATTGCTCTTCAATATCACGTAGTCAGAATCTACGTTAAATTCAGACCCGCTGAACAATGCTATATTGCCAGTGATGCTTTTAAATCTGGTGCCGAAAATTTTGAACTCGATGATGTTTCAGTATATGTCAACTATGTTTATCTTGATACTGAAGAACGTAGACGTTTCGCTCAAGTTTCTCACGAATATCTTATTGAACAACTTCAATTTACTGGTGAAGAATCAATCGGTACCAGTAACTCAGCCAAATATAAACTCAGTTACAATCACCCCGTTAAAGGTCTTTACTGGGTCACCAAAATGGGTAATTATCAAGGTGGTAAATTCATGGTATATGATCATGAAGATTGGGAAAGAGCCCGTGAAAATGCCGCTAAATTAATTATCCTCGCTCAATACGATCTTGACGAATTTGGTTATTTCAATGATGTAGCATCAGAATGTGATTCAAACAGTTATATTGGTGATTGTGGTGTTCAATATATTGGCGTTGATCCTGCCAGTCCCGCTGAAGAACCCACTTATACTTTCAATGATTCACTTACCGCTGATGCTTTTGATGGATCTGTTTTAATTGGTAAACTTGCTCCTTGTGTTCCTCTTCTTAAGAGAAACAAGGATGTTGATCTTCGTGACAAAGTAGAAGGTATTATCCGTATTGTTACTGATTTCGACAATGACAAACTTAAATATCCTGAAGTAGAAAAGATCACCAAAAATGATCTCACTATTACTGATCTTTCTATCCCTGTTGACAAGTTCGATGAAGACAACCGTGTTGAATATATTAAGAGATTCGACATTACTGTCTGGCAACACCACAATTATGGTCTTCTTATTGACGGTACTGTAAATCCTGTATCTGATGTAGAACTCCAACTTAATGGTCAATCACGTCAAAGCAAGAGATCTGGATTCTGGCATGATACTGTTGAACCCTACATGCATCACACCAGAACTCCTACTGATGGTCTCAATGTATTCTCATTTGCTCTTAACCCTGAAGAACACCAACCTTCATGTACTTGCAATTTCTCACGTATTGATACTGCTCAACTCAATCTCTGGTTCAATCATTTCTCCAATAATAAATATGCTGATATTTTCGCTGATAATGATAATAGAGTCATGATTTTCGCTATCAATTACAATGTTCTCAGAATCATGAGTGGAATGGGCGGCCTTGCATATAGCAATTAGTGAAGCGTATCCATTTTTACATATTTTTGCTCATTGTTTCATATTATTAATTATTTTATTTTAAATTAATTAATAATAGTGATTAATCTCCGAGATCAAAATCAGCGGATCTCGCGCGATTTCTTTTGATAATATCCATTTTTGCTTGGATAGCTTCAGGAGTTTTTGAAGAAAGAGTTTTTTCATGTCTCTTTTTTTTACGTTGAGATTTTAATTCATCTATTTCTTCTTTTGATAATTTGTTTGTATTAATTTGTCCAAATTTACTTGGTGTCCAAATTTCTTGCAGATCTGATAGTTTATTTTTATGATTTGCCGCTATATACATACATTTCATTATTAATTTGGAATGAGAAATTTCTCTTTTCAAATAATTGCAATCACCACAACAACTTTTACAATTATTAAAAGAATAACCTTGGTTATTATCAACTCTGTCAATTCCATTTTTATGATTTTCATTCGAATATCTACCACATATATAACAGGGATTTTCATTTCTCAATTTATTAAAATCTTCCAGGGATAAATCAAATTTTAAATTTTTTCTTTTGGCTCTTCTAGTATAATCACTGTATGGAGTTCCATTATAATCATTAAATACATTACTAAATAATCCAAATTTATCCAACATATTATAAGTGGTAATATGTGCACACATTAGAATAAACGTTGATTCATTTAAACTATTTTTCATATTATTACATATTTTACAAGCCGGTACAGTATTTTCTATGGTATAACCTTTGTCATTATCTAATCTATCGATGCCATTTAAATATTTTTCTCGCGGACATCCACAATAATAACAATCTGATTCGACTAGATTTTTAAATTCATCTTTTGTTAATTCAAAATCATATCCTTTTTTTTCAGAATATAATAAATACGAATTATATTTATCATTAGCAGAAGTATTATATCTTTCAGTACTATTAAATTTTTCAGGATGTAATGCTCTATATTTGGCTTGTATTTCGGCATTTTTTTTTCGATATCCATCTGGATCTTCATTTAATTTTTTTGAACGATATGTTGTGTAAGATTTATATGTTTTTTCTGGATTTTCTTCACGACGTTTTTTTTTACTTTCTTTTCTTGCGGGTGTATTTTCATATTTCTTTGAATATTTTTTTCTATCTCTTCTTCCCCTATTTTTTTCAGTCTTTTTTCTTGTATTAAAACAACGTTCACAATATAAACTTATTTGTCCTTTTGAAGTTGTTATTATTTTGTCTAATGGTATATCATTTGAACATTTTTTACATTTTTTAATATTAGTTAGTTCATTATTAAATTCATTGATATTATTGCGTCTTGCTTTGGATACTTTATTCTCATGACTACGACATTTTTGACAATGACTGAACTCATAATTTATGTCCAATAATTTTTTAAAACCTTTCTTTTCCGGATTTGTATAACATTGGGTCCTCGCTTTGCATAATTTGTGTGTTTTTTCTTTACCATGTAATCTCCAAATATTAACATGTTTATTACAATATAAATTACCACATTTTGAACTTGTTTTAAAAGCACAAGGATCTCCATTTTGTTTTTTTCCCAAACACTTTTTTACGATTTTTTTGCCCATTCTAATTCAATTTATTTGTTTATTTTTATATAAATAGTGTAAGGTATGGGTAGATTTTATTATGTAAATATTTTATCAATATTTTTTGGAATCAAATATTTTGGCCAAAATATTTAATCAACATAAAACCTAGTCACTAAAATATTGCCATAAACTAATGGAAAATTTATACAAATTCCAAAAATTGAGTGACAACTTGAAAAATGCCAAAATGAGATTGCGTAATATATCTTTTGAATTGGCTCGAATCAGTAGACAAATTAGCATACAAATAAATGTTCCAGAAAATAATGACATCAATTCATTACTTTGTCGTAAATCACATTTAAATCAACAAGTTGTATTACTAGGTGAAGAGATTATCATATTACATTTATTGATTGACGATATCAAAAAACGTATCAATCAAGATAATATCATAATAACACAAAAAATTATGGCCGCGATTAATAGCATCGACAATCGTGCTTATTTAGAACGATGTATTAAATATTTACGTGGAATGCAAAATTATATATACAGTGGAAAAACATATAATACAACAAATTTGATTGAATTAGAATATAATGGTATAATTGAAAAAGCACATCAAGAATATAATAATTATTTAATTAAAACACAAGGACCATATGAATTTTATCATACACATGATGATTATAATATTTGTATGTGGAATGGATATTCTTGTGAATGTGCTTGTGATAGGAAATGTATAAAATGGACAATTCGCGATATTGATTGGATAAATGATGTTTCTTTGGATATGATTAAACCAATTGGTCAAGTAGTTTGTATGTGGTAAAAATTGAATTAATAAGTCATTATTATTAATTATTTGATTAAGTAATTAATAAACACGAATTTATCAAATATATCTGATTCGATCAAAGAACTAAATCAACAGATTTGTAACAAAGAACATAAATTATATTTGGCAAAAAAAAAGATTGATCAAAATCAAAATTTGCTTGATCAAAAAATTAAATTAGAAAATTTAATAACACAATATCAACAAGAATTAGAAAAAGTTGTTATTAAGATAAATAATTTTGATAAAAATAAATTGGAAAATGAATATAATAAAATTAATTTAGAAATAGTTGGATTGATAAAAAATAAATTTGACCAAGAATCAGCTAAATTAAATGAGTTGGAAAAAATTGTTACAAATCTTTTCCCAGATTCAAAAGATAAATATTATACTGTGAAATGTATCAATTATCTTGGAATTAACAATGAAACATCTACAATATGGTCAAAAGAAACATATAATTATGAATTATGGACTAAATTTACTGAAGAACATTTGATAACAGAGGCACATAAACAACACAATAATAATTTAATTAGAAAAAATGGTCCGTATAATTTTGTTCATTCACATGATGTTGTTGGTGATTATAATGAATGTGTTTGGGATGGTTCTGATAAAAGATGTGAATGTGGTTGCAAATGTCCGGTTTGGTCCAATCATCAAGTTAATTGGTTAATAGATATTAATTTAGATACAACATATCCAGTGGGAAAACCAATGTGTTCTTGGTCCAATGAATATGCTAATTTGGAAAAAATATATTGATAACTTAATTTATTAATAAAAATTATTTTATGAATGAATTAATCGTTATCTTCAATATACAAATCTTTGTGAAATTTAGGATAATTCGAATTAATATCAATATTGGGTTGATTAAAAATTAGTTGTAAAAAAGTTTTTTTGCAAATGAATATTACACACAATTTATTTTCATGATATTCAACATGTTGGCGATATATCAATTGGTATACATTATCGGAAATATGTTGAATTATAATATTATCGCTTATTATGTTATTATTTTTTAAAATAGATTGATTAAAACGAGTTGTTTTAATATCATAACTAATAATATTATCATGACGTTGTATTTGATTAATATGTGTATATTTTGGATTTAATATATCAGGCCAAATATATATTGGATTATTTGGATCTATTTTTTGTCCATAAATATATATTTCTGGTATAGACAAACATTTAATACCTAATAATCTGGGACGAGCTTTGCCTTCGTGCATACTTGTGACATGAATATTTTTAAGTTTTTTTAAATTAGTTAGTGGTGTTAAATCGTATTTAATATTTTCATCTCCAAAATGCAAAATCAGATTTTGAATATTTGGAATTAATTTACAAAGCTTTCGAAAATCCTGCATACCAAAATCTACATTAATGTGAATTTTAGTATGAGTTACTGGTTTGGTTATATATTTAAAATTATAACTTATGTTATCAACATAAGTTCTAAGATAATTTTTGGAAAAAGTATAATGTTTCATTTTCATACTAATTATTTAACATATAACATTTTTTGATATGACACTTAAAATTTCAAAAATTTGATTTTATAATTATCAAAATAGTGCATTATTGAATTCATTGTAATATAAATTATATCATAATGAATGAAGAACTTATTGATTATACATTGGATAATATTTATAATCAAACATTCTATAATATGTATCCTATTAATCGACCTATAAAAAAATCAAAATCAAACACTTTTCTTCCTGATAATTATAATAACGCGGCTCTTATAGAACAAATGAAACAAGATTGTCGTGCAAAAACAACTTTTGTATCAAAAGATTTTGATAAGTTCATTTAAAATTTTATTTGATATATCCATTTAATATGGAATTTAATTTAGACCAAAGAAATATACTAAAATCAAATATTTTAGAAAAGAACAAATTAGAAAATGCCTTGAGTTTTATAGAAGATAAAATAACAAATGGTAAAAAATTATATGTTGAATTGAGACATATTGAAAATAAAATACATGAATTTGAAAATAACACAAGATTGCATAATAGTTACGTAAAAAAGTCTGATTTGATATCTAAATCGGAAAAATATCCAATATTACAAAAAAAATTAGAAAATGAATTATCATATATAAGAGAAAAAATTTATTTGGGAAAAAATTTATATATTCGGAGAGATCAAATCAAATTAGATATTGAAATTTTTGAAAATAATGATAAATTACATAAATCATACAATAATTCCATTTGCCGAATAGAATTGTTGAATGAAAAAATTTGTGAACTTGAAAATCTAGTGGAGAAAGAAGAAAGATTATTGATCAATAATTTAATAAATAATCTAGGTGAAATTAAGATACAAAATCATAATTACTTATTTAAATGCATACAAATAATTTTATCCAGTGGATTTTCATATTCTCAAGATTCATATTCAAATACGATAAGAAAAAATTATTGTAAGATGCCAAATATCAGAATAAATAAAATCAATATGGCGGAACAAGATATAATTATTGAAGCTCATAAAATATACAATTATTATTTGATTTTTAACAATGGTCCTTATAATTTTTATCATAACCATAATAATTATAAATTGTGTAAATGGGATGGATATTCAAAAAGATGCCGTTGCACATGTAAATGTCCTGAATGGAATTTTGAAAATATCAATTGGTTAACTGATATTAATTTGGATAAAACATATCCAATTGGTAAAGCTAAATGTGGCTGGTAATTTTATTTATATTTGATCAAATATAATTAGATTTGCCCGACCAAATCATTGTATCCAAATGATATAAGTTCTCTAATTGCTTTGTTACGATTAGCTCCTACTGATAATAAATATTTAATTGTTTCAATATGACCATTTTGAGAAGCTAATTCAATTGGTTCATCACAATTAGCATTTATATTAGCTCCTAATTCTGCCAAATATTTAACAATCATCGTATTTCCTGATTCCGCCGCTAAAGTGATGGGTGCATTTAAATTAGCATTTAAATCCGCTCCTAATTTTATCAAATGTTTTACAATAAGTATATATCCATTAATACATGCCCACATAAGAGCATTATCATTATCTATTCTAATATTAGCTCCATGTTTCAAAATATAATCAAAGGTTTTTGGATTTCGTAAATCATATTTTTCACCCAATATAATATGATTAGAATAACATTTGTGAGTGATATGATCAATTATAATTTTTGAATCAGGCATATTTTTTAAAACAGATACTCTTCTTATATATATATTTTCTAAATTATCATAATCCAAAAAACTTAATATGTATTTAGCTTCGGTAAAATATGATATATTATTATTTGTTAGATTTGTTATCGTGAAATAAATTTTACTTGACATTATTATATTCCATAGATAATCTATTATATTGTTGAATGAAGATATTATCAATATAAATTTTTAAATTATACTATGGTAATCATTTTATTACCAGTTATCATATTATATGAAGGAGCCATTAATAAAATAGCTAATAATAATAACCAGGCAGTCACACCTTTCCAATAAATTAAATATGCAGCACCAGCTAAAATAAATATGTTCCAGATTAAGAATGCTGCGATAATAAAATTACAATTAATACGTGTCATTAGATAATATATATATAATTTATATATATTATTTAATAAAAAATTAAATTAAGGAAACCAAATTGCGATTTCATTATTGGCATTTTGTTGGCTATCACTGGCATGAACTAGATTATTTCTAATATCGGTGACGTAATCTCCACGAATAGTACCGGGTGTATCACGAGTACCTTGTAGACGACGAACATGACTGACAGCATCTTGTCCTTCATATATAATTGAAATAATTGGACCACTAGTCATAAAATCACAGTTGTCAGAAAAATATGGACGATCTTTATCTTGTACATAATGTCTTTCAACAAGAGTTCTTGGTGTTACAGGCCAATACTTCATATTTATAATTTTTAAACCTTTAGATTCAAATCGATGCATAATTTTACCTACTAAATTTCTAGCAAAAGCATCGGGTTTAATAAGCACAAGTGTCTTTTCCATTGTTTTTGATAATTTGTTATAATTAACATATCCGTACGTATAAAATAATAATTTCAATTTTTTTATTCAAATATCGGAGAAGCAGTAAATCCACCATCAATAGTTATTACCGAACCAGTCATATAAGATGATTGCTTATAATCTGCTAAAAATAATACTGCTGGTGAAATTTCATTAGTTCTTCCAGTTCTCGCTAATGGAACACCTTTGGATGCTTTTTTATCGAATTCCACAATTTCGTTATCATTTAAATTATCAAACACATTTGTTTTGGCTAAAAAAATAGGTATTTCTAATGGTGTTAATACAGGTCCTGGAGCTATTCCATTTATTCTTACAGATCTACCAGATATTATACTTCTTTGTGCTGCTTGTGTGGCTATACTTTGTGTCATTGAATAAACAAATGCTTTACTAGCTGCATATAATGGCCTTTCATATGATGGTATATTAATTCCATTACGAGATATAGTATTAATAATACTTACAGGTATATCAGATGATTGTGTAAATGCAAAGTGAACTTCCCATTTTAAACAGTATGTTATACCCATAACAAAAGTAGCTATGGGATTTTCACAATAATCACTTGCAGGACTTGAGCAAGTGTCTTTTTGTTGTTTATGACGATTATTATTTGGTATTTTATAAATAATTTCTCCATGGGGAGTTAATTCGGATTCAATATTAATTTCTGTGATATCACCATCCGTATTACCCCATATAGGTTGAACACCGGCATTATTAAAATACACATTAATATAACCATATGAATTTATTGTATTTTTAATTATTGTTTTTACTGTATCTTCAACTCTTACATCACAAGTCATGTATTCGATACTAGTATTTTCAAAAATTATTTTATTGTTTTCTGTTTTTAATATTAATTTATTTACATTATCAAAAATAATATCCTTAGCTCGATTCCATTTCCATTCAGAACGTCCACACACTACAATATGTTTAGCACCATTATTAATAAAATCAATTGCTGTCATCAATCCAATTCCACTGGTTCCACCAAAAATTAAAATAACACTATCACTAAATCTATCTATTTGATTCATATTTATTAACATAATATATTAGTATATTAATTTTTGTAATCAATATACTAATTAATTTATATTATTAAATAATACCAATACTCAAAACATATTAATATTGAATATACCAAGCTTCCAAACCTATTAATATCAAAAAAATAGTACCTACTATATTATATCCGATTATAGCTGATTTAACAGGATTAATTATCTCGTCATGTAATTTTTTATTATTGTTTTCTATTTTTTCCATAATTTCTTTATGTTCTTGTAATAATTTTTTAAAAATTGTTTCATCAACATATTTTGTATTATTACTTGAATCAGAAGTGTGTAATGTGTCTTTTGGTAGTTCTGAAGTATGATATTTGTGGTTTTGTAATTTCAAAGTATGATATATGTAACGATTTGCACAATAATGATTAAAAATTGGTAACGTAGGTTTAGATAAATATCTTCTCATGATAATATTTAATAATAATCAAATGTTTAAATAATTTTGTATTTTTACTCATAAAAGTAATCCTGGATAAAATTATTATTTTCGTTGATTATAATAAAATGAAATAGTTATTAATAATATAAATATGAATGTTGCATTATTTTTAGAAATAAAAAATGAATACACAGAACATCTTGTTGATATTTTAACACCATATATTTATGAAGGATTGACTTCTATTTATAAAGCAGCTGTTGATATTTCAGAAAAAGCTGGTAAAGAAAGTCACGTTTTAATGACTTTTCAAAAATTATTACAAACAATAAATACATGGCCACAAACTAGAATTGAACAAGAAACTATACGTATTAAAACAATGAGTAATACATCAGAATATATGGATGATTTAATAAAAGCTGTTATTAAATCCAATATTATATTATTAACCTATTCAAATACAATTAGTAATTTAATTGGTCAAACATTTTATAATGGTTTAACTACACCTACATTTATTCATCGTTGTTATACTGAATGTGGTAAAGATGCTCATAATAATCCATATTTATTTTATCATGATGTATCCAAGATGGATTACAAAAGAAATCAGTCTATCATATATAAAAATATTCAAGATGGAATTATCAAAGCTATTCGAAAAATTTTACCAATTTCTATGATTTTGAAAGAATATTTAATAAATTCTGTTAATATTATACAAGAACCTACACGAGTAGAATTGTCTGGACCAAATATGATGAATACTTTTGATCAACCTAAAGATAATATGAACATACCCGGTTTAAAAAATGCATCTGAATCAAAAATAATGTCTGAAAAGAAACTTGAGATAGAAAAAGAAGTTCTCGGTATTATTAAATCGGAAAGCATTAAACCAGATGATCAAAAAATACAAGCTATTATGAATTTAGAAAAAATGGTAGCAGTTAATGCTAATCCTGTTGAATTTGTACAATCAAATAGAAAAATATCATCTGCTAAAAAAAATAATCAAATGGTACAATCTGAAATTAATATTGCTCCTCATTTTATGGAACAAGAATATGATCAAGAATATAATTTAGGTTATAATGAGTCAAATTATAATGGAAATAGATATGGATATGATTATGAAAAGGAAAATATTAGTCGTAAATTAAATAATATAAATTTTGATGAAGAACCAACTGTTCATTCTGGATCTAGTAAAAAAACAATTACAGGTACTACACTTAGCACTCGTCCTATGCCGAATCTAAATTTGGAAAGAAGAATGGCTAATCCAGAAACATCGGAAAGAATTGATCCGAATGATGTTCAACTTATTGAAAATTATGGTGTTCAACAATATGGTGGTACAAGAAATAAACATCAAAATAATAAATATGGCAATATGAAATTTTAATAAATAATATCCCACTATTATATATGATATAATGGCTTATACAAGTATATACCAAAATTCTTATGTGATGCTTATTATCACATTTATTGTTTTATGTATAATATTTTATGTATTCAAAATAGGCTATAATACTGAATTAAAAGATGGACAAGTAGTAAAAAGCTTTAGTTGGAAATATCCATTAGCAATTGCATTAATTGTTTGGTTAGTCTGGCATTTTTATCTTTATCCACCCGCTGATGCAGATTTAACAAATATTAAACCTTCAACAAATTATAGTCCAAATGTAACAAGACCTGGATGGTCTTCACAAGAAATATACATGGAAAATTGGAATTAAACAAATCTAATTTACTTATTTTTAAACAAATTAGATTTAAATTATAATTTCTTGTATTTGTGGCACAAATATATTATTTTCATAATTAAATAATTTTAGATTAATTGATTCAATTTTATCTTCAATGGTTTTATTATTATTTTTTGAGCTTTTTATTTTACGTAACACGTTATAATGATAAAATGTTATGACTTTATAACTAATAAATATTTTAATTGGTTCAATATAATTCTTTCTTGATGCTTCATATTTATGATTTTTGACTAAACCATTCGATTTATATTCTTGTAAAATAATGATACTGGTTTGTGGAATGGGTTTATTTTCTTTTTCTAATTTACGCACAAATTGACTATATGCTTTAGTTGCGGCTTGTTTTGGTGTATGACCAAAATATTTACCATTAGATTTATTTGTTATTGGATCAATTAATGTAAAATTACGCATACCCATATTAAATAATAATATTAATATGCGTAATAATTTTATATTAATTTATTGATCCGTATGATTGGACATTATCTAAATTATCTGGATTTTTCCTGTATATTAAATCGTTAATTAATCGATTATTTGTATATGGTGATGTCATGCCAAATGGAACTAAATCTTTTAGTTCTTGTTTTGGTGAATTAAGTAAATAATTTGTTAATCCACTAACATGATCTTTTGCATGATTAATTAAATATTTTGTCATACCATTGTTTGTGTTATCAGATAAATGATTAGATAAATGATTAGATAAATGACTAGATAAATGATTAGATAAATGATCAGATAAATGATTATTTGTATATTTTTTTGGTTCAGAAATTCCTCGATTAGTTAGCATATTATATGATTTTGGTGTTAAACAAGGACATCCTCTTCCATTATTTCCATTTGAACATGTATAATTTGTTCCAATATTATTTTTATTGTTCATATTAGATATTTGATACTTAATATCTTCAGCGGTTAGACCATCCGACATTGGCCATTGTGTACCACAACAATCAGGACTGCAAATTGCATTATCGACAGTTGATAATTGATGTGATATGGGAGTATAATAATTATCAAGAGTGGTTTTATTATCTAAATTATAAAATTGATTTTGTGTCATGTCGAATCTTTCTGGACTAGTATTTTGTGATTTATCTGATAAAAATAGAAAATAAATAATAATCAATAATATAATAATAACTATTATTCCTTGAACAAGATGTTGTGTTAATATCATGTGTATAATATCATCAGAGAAAATATTATATTAATTATTTGTTTCATTCACATATTGTAATAGTATGGGTTTTAAACGCCATTCGCCATTAACTTTTTGTCTTGGATAATACTCAATATATAAATTATATGATTCTAGAAATTTATTGTATGAATTAATGTATTTTGTATTAGAACTAATATTTTCATGAAAAAAATCAGCATCTGATATTTTATTAATATCTTGATAAATATTTTTAATAGCTATTTTTTCTAGTTTGAGTGTATATTTACGAAGTGTATCAAAAACCTGAACACTTAATTGATGTTTTTTATTATACTTTATTTGTCTAATAACATATGTTCCTTCAGGCGCGATAATAATGGAAGCTTGTGCTTTTCCTTCATTCCGATATTTTACAAAATTAAATATATCGTTTGCACTGGGAAATTCATATAATATGCCATCTTTTATTCTATTCCCGTATCCTGATGCATTTGGATGTGTATGAAATAAAAATTCATAATCATTTAAAATATCATAATTTACGGGTAAAAAAATATCTCCATCATTAGCATCTACTCGACTAGATTGTGTAGATATTATAATATTATCTATTACATCATTATTTAAAGACAATACTCCTGAATGTTCAGAATAAATATAACGTTGTTTAACATTGGTTTTGTTTTTGGGCAAAAAATATCTTGGATGACTTCCTTGTTGCATTAAAGCATCAATAATTAACAATTTATTATAATGTAACGGAATATATTTAAAATTTTTTATCAAATTATTTTTCAAAATAATAGGAGGATTGATAATTTGTTGATTATAATGATATGTATTTACAATTATTTCAATAAAATAATTGGATGGATATTTTCCATGTTTTTTTATTTTGTGTATTATATTATCATACCAAATTATATTACCTAATTGATATAATATATTAGTATGACATTTATCACATATGATATTATTATTTAATTTATTATATTGGGTTCTTTTGATAATTCTTTGTAACAATTTTAATTTATCTAAAAAAAATGGATATGTGAACATAGTATTATTTTCACATTTTTCATAATATTTACACATCGTTAAATTAAGTCGAGAATATATATTGTTTATCCATTGAGTTATAAAATAATATCACTATATCTAGTTAAAAATATATGTATTCTGATTTTGATGCAACTAATGAATTGAATAATAATATCGATGGTTATGATTCTAACGATGAAATTAAAATTGAAATAACTGATTCAAAAAATGGAAAATTATATACACATATTTACACAGTTCCATATCGGCCTACTCACAGCAATGAAAAAAGATTATTATGTTTTTCTATAAACAATGGTGAAAATTGTGTATATGGATCCAATTGTACTTATGCACATTCTTTAGATGATCAGATGATAGATGATGAAAAAAAGTTTATATACCAAATGATACTTGATGAAAATTTAATGAATTTTACATCTATCAATGAATCTAAAATGCAAGAGATATACAAAAGATTATTATATTTAACACAAATATGCGATTTGTGCAAAAATGGTAAATGTACAGGTGGATATAATTGTAGAAATGGTGTTTTTAATATTTGTTTAAAAATTTGCAAAAATGACTTATTAACGGGTGAATGTATAAATAATATTAAAGATATATCTATAGACAATTCTATAATAAAAAAATTAGCTGATGATAAATTTAAGCCAGCCAAAAATTATAGAGGATGCCAAAATGGTCATCATTTATCATTACGTAATCTAACGCCATATTATAAATATATACATCAAAAAGAAAATTCAAAAAAAAATAAATATCAGTCAGTCAGATATATAGATATAGATTCTTTGAGTCGTATATTTAATGATAAATATGTAAACAATACAAATAATTTTATTAAACCAGAATATGATTCTGAATCTACCGATGAGGAAATTGATTCTTGGTTTAGAAAAGATACGGGAGATATAGTTGATTTATCTGATTCGTCAGATTCATCAGATCCATCTCACGAATCTGATTAATTTTTCATGATTAATTAATAATGAAAAATTATTCATCAACACCTAATAATTCTTTTAATAAAGTTCGTTGTTTGCCGGTTAGTGCACATTTGGATTTATTAATTTTGTCAATTTTTATAATCTGTTCAATTTCTTTTAACTTGAGACCGTAGGGTTTCATCAATTCAGCCACTTTGTCAAATTCTTTATTTTCGAATAGAGTTTTTAGAATTGATGCCATATAGAGAAAATCATATATAGATACTTTTTTTAGATATTGGTTTTCTTGTGCTTTTTTAATTACTTTATTATTAATTTTCTTTATGGATGTTTTATTATAATCTTGAGTAAATTTATATTTTTCTGCTTTGCATAATTTATTTGGAACACTATTAATATAATACGACGGTAAAACACAAGAATAAAATCCATGAACAGATTGTAAACTCCAACATTGATTGGAATATATTAAACCATCAATTTTATCCGACTCAGAAATTGATTCACTTATTTTTCGTATCATGTCAATTTGTTGTTCAAGAGATAATTTGGGATATTGTTGTCGTATGTTAGATGGATAATTTTCATGAACCATTAATGGTATAGTTGCTCTTTCTTCTTCATAAGTGGCTAATGCTTTATCAATACTATCATAATTATTTAATAATTCTCCAGTCGAAACATATATACCTGGATCAATGTCTTTGGTTTTTGAAACTTCCCTGTATTTATCAAATATATCCATTGTCACATCAACATCTGGATACATAGTTTTTAGTTCTTCTAAAATATTAACAAGTCTTCGAATATCATATTGTGAATGTGATATAATTTCCTGATAAATATCATAATCATCCGTTTTTTTAACGATTAATTTAAGTTTTTCAGAATCACATATCTTATTGATAAATTTAATAATATCATCTCCTGATGGTGCATTAATATCTATTTCATTTTTGAATTTTTCATTTTCTTTCTTACCATTTGATGTATTTTTTTTTAAATTATATGTAACCATTTTTCGTAATTCTGTGACTATTTTACTGTGTTTATTATTAGCAATAACAATAATTGGGAATTGTTTTTCTTTATTATTTAATTTGATAATAGATTTGATGGATTCCTTTTCTTTACTATTAGATGTATTAGAAATATTATCAAATACAAGAACAATATTTTTTTTGTTGTATTCCCCTTTATGTGATATAAACTTATTTTGTAGTGTCATATAAAATGTTTTAATTGTACGATTTGTATTATTAATTTCTTTTTCTGTTTTTTTCTTTCTTTTAGTTTTACGACATACCGATACATTAGATAAATCAGCAACTACTTTTTCGAATCCTGATTCTTCTATGACTAAATCTGTTATAAGTGTTTTACCCACACCATTTATTCCTTTGATTATTAAATTTGGTCTAGTTATATCTTCAGGTGATTTATTAAACTGTGCCAAAAAATTTTTTATAAATATTACATTATCTTTTCCCCCAATAATTTCAGAACTATGTTGAGGTTTATATTTTTCTAGCCAATTACTCATGTTGTTATTAATAAACCAACTATTTTTTAAATATAATTAAAATAATCAATTTTATTAATCAATTATTTTAATATTATTAATCAATCGACAAATATATTAATTTGACATAAATTGTTATATTAATAAATTTAATATTTGTTGTATTTTAAACACAAATAAACTAAATGTTTAATAATTTGGCGATTTGATATAAATCCAGAATTAAACAAATTGGGTAATTTCCAAAATTGTTTTACATTAAAAACATATAGTTTTTTTAGTAATAAAAAAAAATATAGGTATAAAGTATATATAGTATAATGTCTGAGAATAAAGGTAGGAGAGATACATTCGATATTCAAGAAGATGGTTCTAAAAAATCATCTGCTAATATTGAAAAAATTGCTGCTGAATATGAAAATCTTATGAAAAAAGGATATGTTACTCCCGAAGAACATGCTGCTCTTTATAATAAATATGGAGATGCCGAAGCTCAAATAGATCGTGTTATTGCAATGGATGCCAAGAAACGTCGCAAAATCAAAAAACAAGCTCGTGAATTGGCTGAAAAAGTTTATTATCGATACAGTAGTGGTTCCAAACCAACACACGAAATTCTCGAAGAAATGATGAAATATAAAGCTAAACATAAATGGTCGGATGCTGAATATGATGCATTTGTCAAAGAACTCAAATATATGCTTACTGGAAATCGAGCCATGGAAATTGCTTATAACCAAGATATTGCTGCTAATAGATCAAGAATTAATCGTGCTATTGGAAATTCGCGTATAGTTGAAGAACGCGGAATCAATATCAAAGAATCTGAAAAAACAACTTTGGCCGAAATTATTGCTATGTATGAAAAAACTGCTCCGTTACACAGAATGGTTTTTATGAACAGTATTATGTATCAAGATTGTTCATTAGTTGCTATGACTGGTGAATATAAACGCGATCGTCATTTGGCTAGTAATTATATTCATCCTCTTTTAGCTTGTATGTTTTTACCTAAATTTGATATTCTTGAAACTCACATGTTATATTCTAATTTTGGTAGTATTGTAAAATCAAGATACGAAAAGAAACCCATTGTTAATGAACCTGATTCTCTATTATTCTATGATATTACTTCTGATCCTAATGATGTTGTATGTGAAGTAAATAGTCCCATTGCTGATATCAGAAATAGATACAAAGTCCAAATTGCTCTTTGGGATACTGTTTTAAAACTTCGAGGAGGAAATTATTATGAAGCTGAATCTATCAGTGAATTTATGAGAACATTAAATGCTTGTAGAAACAATTTATATGATAATGCTGATTTATCATATGGTCAGGATGAAGGTGCTCTTCTCAGAAAATTACTATCAGTTTTCTCTCTTCGTCCTACATTTATTTATACTAAACCAATTCATAGTTTGACTTCATATGCGATGGGTCAATTTGTTCCTCAGATGGGAGTTGGTTTAAATGGTATGCCTTGTCCTTACGGTCAAGGAATGACTCCATTCAATAATGAACCAGTATATACTATTACTAGTATTCCGATGATAACTCTTCAATTACCTCCTTACACTGAAAATGCTGAACCTAAAGATTTAAGAGCCGCAACATCACAAACTATTTGGATTAATGAAAATAAGACAATTGTTCCTAAAGAACAATCCATTTTATACAGTAAAGAAATTCTTATCTTCTATGTCAACAGAAGAATTCAAAGAATACAAATTAAGACTTTTAATAATCCTTTATCATTCTCACAATTACCATTAACCATGTCAAGTTTCGAAAGACTCAATAGTTATCCAGTTAATGTACCGGATAGAATTAATTTAGGAAGAGGTGAAGAAACTTATCATTTAAGATCTATTGTTGCTGTTAATGAAACTGAAATTAATCAAGGTGATAGAACCACTAATATTATCACTGGTTCAACTGGCTTAATTATGACTCATAGAAATTTCGAAAAATCAATTTATGAACCAAATTATTATCTCTATGATCCTTTCGCTGCTTCATTACCAGTTCGTCATCCTGATGGCGATGGATATTTTAACAATAAACCTATTTCAATGATTGAACCTGTATTTACTCCCCCTCCGGAAACCACTAATGGTATTGTAAATCCTAGTTTCTTTGATCGTGCTTCAAGAACTGGTACTATTTATTTCTATGCCAAACCACAAGGTTATAATCCTAATGAATCAATTAGTTTCTAATATTTATTTATTAAAATTGCATAATTAAAAATATTTATAGATAAAATTATTTTATTGATAAATATTTGTTATACTTGGTAATGTTTTTGTTCCAGTATTTGAAACATTTTGTGGACGATCCATTGGTTCGAATTTACCAAATGCACGATCTAAATATCCAAAATGAGCTTTAATTTCAGATACAATATCTGGTGTTACTTCATCAACAACCAAATTATTTAATTGCAAAATTTGATTGGCAATATTATCAGGTAAATGTTTAGCATATTGATAATAAATAGATCTCATTACCACTATTAAATCTGCTTCATTTTGTTTTTCTATTAAATATTCACCATTTGTTTCTTGAAAAATATTAAAAATAATCTGTTTTTGTACCAAATCAATATTTTTGGGACTAAAAAATAATTTCGATATTTTATTTTCGACCTGATTTCCTAGATTAGTATTTGATGTCATTTTTTGATAATCTTGTTGATCACATTGAAACATAAGAAATGGTGTTTTAGCGACATCTATATTTTTTTTATTTAATGCTCCTCTTGGTAAACTCATTATATATTATTATGAAACATAATAATATATAATAACTACACGTTTTTTTATTTGGTAATTATCGATGCCCAATCTAAATTATTTCTTTGCCATGATTTAATTTTTTCTGTGTCATTAATAATTTTTATTCCTAAATTTTGAGCAGTAATAATCCATTCATATGATTTACATTTCGGATTATTTATAATTATTATAATATTGATAATGGTATTATTTTTTATTTTTTCATGAATCGTATTAACAAAATCGCTGATAATTTTTGTTGTAATTAAATGAGGCTTTTGCTCATCACGAATTAAAACAATATTTTTCCCAGATGCCAATGTTTCATAAAATCTATCAAATCTTCTTGTGTATTTATTTTTAAATGTTTGATAAGTGTCATCAAACTCATTTTCTATTATTTTATCAAAATCATGGTAAAACATTACTCCCAGTTTATTTTTATAAATAAAACTTTTTGACACATTATTTATATTATTTGGAAATGAATCTGTAGTTAATACAGGATGTTTTTGACTTTCGGCATGAAAACATATATTTTCATAGGATCCAAAACTATTAAAACCATTTTCTATTATTTCAATAACAGATGATAATTTTAAACATTTTACCCAATCAAATGGCATGGCTTGATCTCTAAGATGATGCATTTGTAATTGATATGCAACGCCGCATGTTGATCCAAGAGATATATATATTGTCATAATTGATGCTTTTTAAATAAGCAATTGATCAATAATTATTTTAATGCTTAATAAATCAATTTTTTTTATTTAAATGTTTTGCGATTTTTTTTTGATAAATGATACAATGTTGTAAAAATAAATATTATAATAATGAGTACAATTAATGTTATTGAAATACATGATATAATATTAGATAACATTGAACAATAATATACAATTATAATATAATTTCAACTAAAATTTCATAGAATGGAGTATTTGGAAACAAATTTATAGGTTGTATTCTACTAATGCAACAATTTGTAATTGATTCTAAATCTCTCACTAAACTTTTAGTATAGCATGATACATAGTAAAAACTAATAATTTGATTTCGATTATTTTTAATTGAACCAATAATATTTTTCTTTAATCCATTTCGTCCAGGACTTAGGATAATTATTTGATCACGATTTGTTATTTCGAACAATTTATTAGATATTAAATTACACTTCTCATCAAGAGATAAATATATTATTGGTTTTATATTATTTATATATAGAGTTTCCCTTAGATCAGTATCCACTACTCGACATGGATTATATCCATGTATTATTGACTTTTGTGGAATAGTAAAACAAATGTGACCTATGTTTCTTCCATAACATATTATATTAGTATTATTTTTAATGTTGATAAATTTATGAATTGTGGAATATAATAAATCACATGTATTAGGATTTCCTTGTGAAAATGTAAATGGTGTGATTTTAAAATTAATACCTAATATATTTTCTAAAATACCATTGGATCCCCATATTAATTGCATATTATCATCTTTATATGGACATGATTGATTTTCACTCCATTGTATATAAATACAATTATGTATGACAGAATATTTTGTGTCAATATATTTAATTATTTTTTGTAAATTTAAACAAGAAATTTTTTGAATCCAATTATTTTTTATCACCATAATTTTAACCATGAGTTCATTATCACAATTTATTTTAAATGATATTTGATTCCAGAATCCCAATCCATTTTTTTTATCATAAACATCATATGGACTTGACTTGATAAAATTAATCCATTCTTTGGCAATATTAATTAAAATTTTGTTAGTAATTGTATTAGAATCAATTTCATTACAATTATTTAAATCAATTGCTAACTTATTTGCGTAATATTTATTTTTTGGATAAAATAACATAGTATGACATATAGTTTTAACATTATAATAAATAGAAAGTGATTCCTCACAATTTTTTTGTTTTTCTAATATTTCCGAATAAATATTATTCATTGAATAGTATCAAATTATGTATTAATATGATAGATAGCAATATCTAATATATTAATCAATATAAAATGATTAATTAAATGTTTCCATTATCAATTTTTCTTACATAATTCTAAAAGTAATGGCTAATCTTGGTTTCGAAGCAGGATTTTTGAAATCAATAGGTAGTACTGCATGTTTATATTTTTCTTGACAATCATCAAACATATAAAATATATCACCATTTGATAATTTAAAACATTCTTTTTCATGCGTAACATTATCACGAATCATTAGTGTACCATCTCCTCCAATTGTAATACTAGCAATATGATTACTTGTATGAACACCTTTTGTATCAAAATGATATCCCATTTTATCACCATCATTAACATAATGAAAAAACAAAGCTGAATTAAATTCGATACCAATTATTTTTTCTACCAGTTGTTTAATTTTTAATACAGTCGGAGAAAATGGCTTAGGGATCATTTTTTTTCCAGAATATTCAGCTACAATATCAGTGCTAGATTGCCAAGCAGTTTCTCGTCTTTCTGGTATTTTTTCATTTGAATATGTAACTGGTATATATTCTCGTTTTAAATCAATTTCCTCTATGAGTTGTTGATAAAGATTATTAAAATCAATCACTTGATACAAGTAATTATTTGCATCAAATGGTATATATTTATATGGTTTATGAGACATGATAAATATACTCTTATTAGTTTATTTTTATCAATATTGATAAGATAAAACAATATATCTAAATATCAATTTTTTTTATTTGCGAGATAATACCATAATGACTTCACAGTGCGGTGTATGTGGGAATAAATCAACATATATTGTTTCGACTATATTAAAACATTTAGATAATATATCCATATCACGTTTGAAAGTAATAATATTGCAAGATACATAAATAATATGATCCAAATTTTCACATTCATTAATGATTTGCTGAACTCCTCCATGCATCCCAGTTCTTGGAGGATCTATTACGGCAAATATTTGTGGTTTATGATATTTATTTTTTAAATCTATAATTACTTGATCTAAAACGTTTTCTATGGGAGCGCATATAAAATCTATATTTTGAATATTATTGTGATGTTTATTTTCATTTGCATCAATAATACTTGATGATTTAATATCTATTCCAACAACATGAGTAAATGTACTAGCGAGATATGTTGCAATTGTTCCAGTGCCACAACATAAATCTAATAATATATTCGAATCATGACATTGATTAAAATATTTAATAGTTAAAAGTTTAATAGTGTTATACAAAACTTCAGTGGCTAATGTATTAACTTGAAAAAAAGATTCATGTGATATTTTAAATGTATACTGATCTAGTTTTTCGTGAATGTAATCATGACCTATTATTATATGTTGTGTTTTGGGAAATTTTATTACAAAATTAAAATTTTCCCAATCAGAGAAATCCATTTGTGTAAAATAATTCACAATATCATCAATGTCATATTCTTCACAATTAATATTAACAATAACAATACTATCATTTGTATGAAATGAAGTTCTAATGGTAATACTAGATAAAGTACTAGTATTGTGATAATAACTATACCATGATTTAAGATTATTATTGAGATATGATTGCAACCAATAAATTATTAATTTCATTCTTGGATGAAGATGCTTCATATCATCTGCTGGAAATACATAACGAATATTTGATTGTTTTTTTGGCAAAGCATATCCAATAACAATATTTCCTTTAATATCAAAACCAACATCAAATCTTAACTTATTTCTATAAAAATTTATAATAGGCGATGATATTATAGATGCATCGATATAGGGAAAATATTTTTTCATAATTTCTAATTTGTAAATCAGTTGTTGATCATAATCAATATCATGCCATATTAAACAATTTGATGTAGTATTCATTTTATTATAATAATCAAAATTAATTTTTATAATTAATTTTTGACTGATTATTTTGAATCAGACTATTCAAACACATTTTTTATCAATTTTTAGATAAATATAGTAAAAATTTGATAATAAAAATGATATTAATAAAAATGATATTAATATATCTTATTAATATCATAAATATAATGGGTGCTTGGTTTGCGAGGATGGATAATAGTTTAAATAATATGATTTTTTTACCCCCAATTTTTGATAAAGAAATATATCAGTGCTTAAATACTGATCGTAGTCAAATTTTGGAATTATATACTCAAGATAATGAACTAGTCCCTGTATTGCAAATACGTCCTAAAAATAATGCTTTTCCAGCCAAATATATTGTTTTGAGTCATGGTAATGGTAGTGATATATACACAATGTATGAATGGTGTAAGTATTTATCGGATGAATTAGATGTTGGTATAATTTCTTATGATTATGTTGGTTATGGATTGTCTCGAGACAATATTCCAACCGAAGAAAAATGTTATCAAAGTCTAGAAATAGCGGTGAATTATTTATTACAAGAATATAATCTTGACGCCAAAAATATTTGTTTGATAGGACAATCACTTGGTACTGGTATAGTTATAGATCATGCATCTAAAAATAATTGGGAATACCCGATTATGTTAATTTCGCCATATAAAAGTATTTGTAGAGTTGTTTTTGATTCTTGTTGTATTACACCAATTGATAAATTTAGATCGAGTTCAAAATTACATAAAATACATTGTCCTGTCAAAATAATTCATGGTATGTGTGATGAATTAATAAATATTGGACATGGTAAAGAATTATATTATCAACTAAATAATAAAAGTTTAGATCCGGTTTGGATTCCTGAAACAGGTCATAATGATATACTCGATAAAATAGATATTTATTGTTTTAAGGAAGTTATATACCATAAAAATAGTTAATTTTACTATTTATTTAATTTATTTTATTTGATCAAATAAAATAAATTAATCAGATATCATATATGTTTCTAATAATTCAGTTTCAGATAGATTGACATCTTGAGTTGAATTTTGTTCTACAGTTTCATAAGCAGAATATTGTTTAAGAGTTTCAATACGTACATCTTTAGTAATAAAATCAGTTGATTTAGGATTAGATTTTGTCACAATTTCCACTAGACCATCATCTTTTGTAGATGAAACCATACACCATTGATAAAGTTGATCTTCTATTACTTCGACAGCCAAATCTCCATTGTTAAATTGACCTGTGATTTCTCTAATATTAGGTACTTCAGTATCTTTTTTTAATAATGTTCCAATACGATTATTCATGAAATTTCTAAAATATTTAAAAATCACTCGTCCAATATCAGTTTCTGGATCGTTCATCATAATATCTATTAATTTCATCACATTTTCAGGAGGTTTCATAACATTATTTTGAGTATGTTCTTTCGAAAATGAGTTTGTGTTTATTATATTTTTATAATTTTGATAAATATTATTTCTTATGGTTTGAGAATTATATTTCTTGCCAAATATATCACAAGTATATATTTTATATTGTCTTTTACAATTTTCTATTATTCTATTTTCCGGAATAATATCTCGGAAATTGCTATCAATAAATACTAAATAACCATAATTTGGCACATAATATGGTACACCATTAATAACATATTTCCAATATCCCATTGCTTTCCCAGATGATTGTAAATCTTTGATGTATATATTATCTTGTATTGTCATATTACGTATATAAATACCATGTATTTGCAAAACATATAACGCTGATATTATTTGGAATAATACACTCATCCAAGTTTTATCATCATAAAATCCATCACTTATCATTTTTCTAACAACACCATTGCGTTCATATATTCTAGAAGCCCATTGATATAAATTATGATGCGGTGCTTCAGTTATAGCAATTAAAGTTGTTCCGCTATATGCTTGTAAACTTGGATCAATTTCATCAGGTAATTTAGTAATAGATCGGCCTGTTTCCATGGGTCTAACAAATTCTTTGTCCATGTTGCTAATTTGACCAGTATGCATTTTTAAGAAATTTTGGTATTCACGAGTCAATAAATCTTTTTGTGTCAGACATCCACGCTTAAGCGAAAAGAAATCTATTTTTTTATTTGGACACATAAAAAAAGCATATAACAATGGGAAATTTGGAGATTGTTTCTTTTTTATAATATTTTCTCTAATGTATTCGTAATATGCTAATTCTCTCCACACATCATATTCAATTAAATATGATTGTCTAAATTTATAAGAGTAATATTCGGCACAAGTTAATGCATATAATCTAATATTTAGGCCCAATGAATTTCTTGCGCAGGTAACACTTTGACTTGTTTGATCTAGCCTAATTGGAAAACATGATCTATAAATTAACAAACCATATGGTAACCCTTTGTAAGGATTATTAGATATTGGACTGTAATAATTAGGATTGAGTTCCATAAATTTAATATAATTCATGAGATTATTTTGTCCATCCATATCTAAACTAATATCTTCACCATCATTTATTTTGATTAAAATTTGTCTAATATAATCCCATATTTGTACACGTTCACCAATTGTCGTCGAAGTAAATTTAGCATCTTTACCAGGTAATAAATTTTCATAAATCTTATTTGTCATGGCCTGATCACCAGTTGGTCCTGGTAAATTTATGTTATATACTTGTTGCATTGGCATTCTAACATTAGGTCCATAAGAAACTACAGATGTAGGTCCCAATAAATTTTGAAAAGCTGCTGACGAGAATTTTTTACCAACTCCAGGCAATTCGACAGTTGGTACATATTGATCATAAACAGCATACGGACGTTGTTGTTCCTGTTGAGGCGCAAACATTTCTAATTTTAAAGTGGGTTGCATTGTACTTGGATTAAAAATTGCTTGTGATTGATTAACCGGAAAACCTTTTGCTCTCGGCACTGATTGTTGTCCAGTTGTTGCTGAGGTACCTGTTATTTGTTGAGCAATTTGTTGTTGTCCCATTGAAGATTTTTGATTCGATATTGGTTGTGGTTCTATTGTTTCTTGTTTATTTTTTCCAAAAGATTCCTTATTTTTATTAGTGATAAAAGGAGTTCTAACGGCAGTTTTATTCTTTACTACGGTAGAAATAATTTCTTCACCACCTTGTTGAAGATAATTTGTCGACTGTTTATTATTTGATTTATTATTTACCGAAAAAAAAAATCTTTTTGGTTCTTATTCACTCCTCCCGTTTGTGTCATATAAGGCATTTGATTATTTTGTTGTAACATTGTAGACATTAAATTTGAATCTAAATTAGACGTATTTGGATTCATTTGTCCAGCCGCAGCTAAATATCTAGCCAATGTATCATTATCTACTTGTTGATTTTGCATTGTAGATCCATTATTTGCATATAAATTTTGAGCCATCGGATTATTACCCATAGGATTTTGTATTTGAATGGGAATTTGATTTGTAGCATTAGGTGCAAGATTACTTGGCATATATTGATTACTATATTGACTATATGGTTGATTCATTTCAGATTGATATTGTCTGGGTATTTGTTGCATCATTTGCTGGGGCATTTGTTGGGGCATTTGTGACATTTGAGGAATTTGTGACATTTGTGCCATTTGTTGACCAATTTGTGAATAATTGGGATTATTATTACGATTTCCTAATTCATTTGCTGAAACACCCAATAAAGATCCAATTGAATTTGTGTTTTGTGTCGGCTGTAAATTTTGAGAATCAAATGTTCCATTATAATTATTATATAATGGTGCTCCATTATTTGCAAAATTATTAGCCATATTTGAATTGATCATTGCTGTCATATTTTTGTCAGAAATTAAACCAGATGCATGTTGATTAGTAATTTGTCGTTTTCCACGATAAGCTTTATTTTTTCGACGAGTATTTTCATTAGATGAATCATATATTCGCGATTGTCTATTATTTTTGCTGGATTTTTTTATATTAATATCTGCATCAGAAACACTAATTAATTTTGATGGTTTGTTTGAAATTCTTTCTTCAGTGTGTTCTTTATCTTCTGACGTATTAAAATTATCAGAATCATCATATTTTTTATTTTGTCTCTTTCCTGACATATTATCTATATGATTATGATAATATTTTTTATTTCGATTATTTCCTCGTTTGTTTCTTAACATATCACTATTATTTGATTTATATGATTGAGATCCTTGAGTTATTGTTATTAATGCATCCAAATCTGATATATTATCATCTGACTCGTGATTTAAAATATCAACATCAATATCAGTATTTGATATATTATTTGAATCATTTTTAGACTCATTTCTGGAATTATTTCTGGAATTATTTTTAGATTTATTTCTGGAATTATTTTTAAATTTATTTTTAGATTTATTGTATTTAAGTTTTTCTATAGGTGTATTAAATTCACTTTCTTGGAAAATTAAATCTTCATCCGTTTCTTGTCCACCTGATAATTCATCGTATATAGGCATTAATTCTGTATTTAATAAAGAATCTCGACTAGTAAACATACCACTATTTTTTATATTTTTAATGGTCAAATTAAATTTTTCACTATCATCCAATAAATCCCATATTTCTTGAGTTAAATATGATTCGTTAGATCTAATTTTCTCAGGTAATAAAGTATCAAATATTTTAATAATTTCTGGATATTTTTGAATTTCAATATGAATATTGTTCCACATATAATTCAATAATTGATATAAATCACTATATGGTGAATCAATATAAGGTATTTTTAATTTATCGACTTGTTCATTATTAACCAAGTCTTTAATGTTAGATAAATAAAAATAACTCAATTTAATTTGAGGAACAGTAATGTCATTATATTTTTTTAAATAACAATCTATTTTATCAGGAACTAATTGATTATATCTAAATTCAGGATAAGAAATATTAATTTGATATAATACATCAATTGCTTGATAAATAATAGATTTTAATATTTTAGATTCTAATGCGTAATTTTTAAAGAAATCATCTAATGTTATCAATTTATAATATTTTTCTGTTATTTGTAATGAATAATATAATTTAGGATTAATATATTGAGCGACTTGATCATAAACCAATAAATCTGATCCTGATACATCAATATTAATGATAGGCAATAATACACCATTAGTTTTTTCTGCAGCGACTAATTCACTTAATACTGTTTTCATAATTTGATTAACATTGATTGGATCCATTTTATCATCTATTTTTTCTACATCAATATATGGAACAATACGAATTGTTGATGCATGAGTTTCGCCAAGTCTTTTAAAGTGGATTTCTTCAATATTATTTCCCTTAATGACAATTCCAGTAGGATAAGTTCCTCTGTATATTATTTTATTAAAAACAATATCTAAATTATAATCCGACATTTTAAATCTATCAAGTTTGCTATTTTCCACATCTATAAATTTGATTTTATAGTTATTAATTTTTGTGTAAAAAGCATCATACACATTGGCAATCAATCCATCGAGTTGATATATTTCATCATTATAACTATTTTGATCGCTCATTATCAATTTATATATATAAATGATATTTTTGGCATAATCAATTTACAGAATTATATTGAATCCAGAAGTTATTTATCCCATATCATAAATTAATAGCCATATAATGGTTATTAATTTTGACATTTATAATAGCGTTGTAAATAATGACTTGATGAATTTTATATATTCAGATATATCATTGTGTTATTCATAATTTTAAATTAAATGAAAAATAAAAACATGTTGCCAATCCTAGTACCAATGATATAGTATATTCATCATAAATATTAAAATATTTTTCACTAATATTTTGTAATACACTTGATCTCGAGCCAATAAATTCCACTGTGCAAGAATTATTGGTATTATTAATTTCTCCAAATACAGTCGTATTTGTATTATCTGGTATATATCTTATTAATGTATAATTTTTTTTATTGATATTTATTTTATATTCATGTGAATAGTTGATTTTTGATAGATTATTAACAACTAAATTATAACCATTTAATTTTGAAAATTGTGACCAATAAATCATTGGTATACTATGATTCCAATAATAATATTTTGTTTTTCGCGTCAATGGAGTTTGATATTTTACGCCACGAGTATTATAAAATGTATAATATTCTTTATCATAAAAATAAATTGACTCTCTTGTCACTATTTGACGTGAGATAAATGGGTCAAGATTATCTGTTAAATCATGTGAATTATCAATATTACCTTGTAATATATTTTTACCATTAATTGGTTTGCCAGATTCAATCCAATCACTAAACAAATTTCTTTTCTCATAATCACGATATAATTCACATCCTATAATAGCAGAAGTTGCAGTTAAAAGTCCCATAAATACAGCCTGTAACATGTTATTCAATAAATTATCTAACTATATTAATTTACTAAATTTACACTTATGTATATTTATTGATTTTATTTCTATATTTATTAAACAATGGATCTTCCATAATTACTCTGTATGGAGTAGTAAATTCTGTGTCTACTTGTATTCTCCCTTTTTTATTAACATGTGGACTACCATTTCGATATTTGGTTGGAATAATTCTGTGTACAAAGTCAACAATTTCATCAGGAGCACCTCCTTCATAAAACTGTGGGAAAAATCTTTTACTAATTAGTGTATTGAAAAAATAATGCATATCATAATATCTATTTGGATTATTAGTAATATTCATTTTATTGGTCCAATCAGAATTGACTTTGTTATTTTCTACCAAATTTTTGATGCATGAAAAATCGAAATCCCATATCTTAATTTGTAAATCAATATTGGGTATAATAAACACAGTACTTCCTAAATTGTATCGATAACAATGATTTGGTTTATAACGTTTAATATCAGTAATTTGCACTAATATATTATTGGCTTTCATATCATTATGACGGAAAGCAGGATATTTATCATGGACAAGAGCCAAAGTAAATAAAATTTGAAATATAATAATTACCCATATTTTTAAATTCATATTCTGATAATTTTTTCTAATATAATCCAATAAATCTCCACCATTACACCATTCACTTATTAGTACAGAAACTAAATTCTCATATTCTCCATCATGATATTTTTCAACGAATTTTTTATACATTTCATTTTTTGAATCATTAAGATCAATAAAATTTTTTGGGATATTAATAAATTTTGTGATACTAGTATTAAACGTGCCTATTGGTAGAACAAAATGAGGACTTTTTTTATTTACAACAAAATAACTTAATAATTTTATCATTCTCAATTCTACATTTTCTGGACGTTTCATATGATTCATGGGACCATAATCATCTTTGGGATAAGCACATACTTTAACTGCAAAAGCAATTGTTTCACTTCCACGTGTTTTTAAAATACCTTTAAAAGTATGACCCGTTGTTCCACTTTTTAAATATTTTAATCTAACTCCCATTGAGGAAAATAATAATTCAGCATTAATTATTTTTTTATTTAAACGATTATTTACAAACGCTTCCGTTTCACAATTATCTAAATTAATCATTGGTTTTAAATCATTTCCTCCCAAAATTGATTTAATTAAATCAATTCTACTTTCTGTAGGTTTTTTTTCATTATCATCTGAAGAATTTTTACTATTGCTATTTGTTAGTGCTGCTAAACTTGACATGAGTGCATTTTGATAAATTTCACTTTCATATTCATTTTCATCATCTGATGCATCATAATTAGATTGATATGTGTTGGTCATATTATTCTTATTCATTGTTATATTAATAATAGAGTTATTTTTATAATGTAACAATTATATTCGTTAATAATCTATAAATTGTTATTAACTCGTACCAATTATTTAATCATATTAATAGTTCAATTAATAAATATACACAACTAAATTATTTAATTTGAATAAAAATCTAAATATAATGTATATAATTTAATGAATTTACATTCTGACTTTGGAAAAATAAAAGATGTTCTAGATTCAGACGGTATTTCGTCAATTTCTTTTATCGAAAATAATTTGTCAGGTAGATATAGCAACATGAATGGTGGTCAAGATTATAGTAATGGATCAGTAGATGCTTTTGAAAAAAATTTACATGATATTTTCAAAAAAGCTGAAGAATATAAAGACAGAATTTTAAACGTCCAAAATAGAATGGAAGGTGGTGCGATTAATGATACATTACGTCTTATGTTAGATACTACAAAAATTATGAAAGATACAAATAAATATCCAAATCTAAAACAAAAAGATTTGATGGCAATTTCTAAAATGATAGTAGATTCCGCCAAAAATAAACTCAATCAAACTACCACAACTGAAGAAGTTAAAGAATTAGCTAAAAAACTCGCTAAAAATCCTGATGAATTTATTGCGGCATATAAAACAAAAAAATCAACGAGTTCATCAGGTAATAAATCCAATAGTCGTGGAAATTATAGATCCTCCAGAAATAACGACAGAGATTATGGTGATGATGATGATGATTGGGAAGGTTGGCAAAATAATCAAGACGGTGGAAAATCCAATAATTATATGCGTGATAATACATGGAATACAAATATGCCCAATTCTGCAAATAGTATGTGGAATTATAACAATAAATCAGGATCAAATAACATGTGGAATAATTCGCAAATAATGGGCGGAGAAGATAATTGGAATAATACAAATAATAATATGAATAATAATACAAATAATAATACAAATAATAATACAAACAATAATTGGAATAATAATAATCAGAATAATAATAATAATAATTGGAATAATAATCTGATGGGGGGAGAAAATAATAATACAAATATGAATAATAATTCCAATTATTGGAATAATAATAATGATTGGAATAATATGAACAATAATAGTAATAATAATAATAATAATAATAATAATAATAATTGGGATAATAATATGATGGGTGGCGAAAATAATAATTATAATAATGATTGGAATAATATGAACAATAATAGTAATAATAATAATAATAATAATAATAATAATAATTGGGATAATAATATGATGGGTGGCGAAAATAATAATTATTCAAATAACTGGAATAATACGAATAATAATACTAATAATAATACTAATAATAATACTAATAATAATAACAACTGGAATAATATGAATAATAACACAAATAATAGTTATAGTTCCAGCAATTGGAATAATAATATGATGGGTGGTGATAATGATTTTGATAATGATGATTTAACTACTTATCTTGATAATGCCACGAATAATAATAACAATAATAATAATAACAATAATAATATATATGGCGGTAAAAATAATTGGAATAATAATAATAATCAATGGAACAATAAACCCAAATCAAATAATTTTAATAACACCAAAAATAATCGAACATTCCTTTATTAAATAATATTTTTTTATCAAATAATATTATTTATCTGGACTTTCTGTAATAATATTAAAATTACTATCGTCTAGTATTTCCAAAACTTGTGCCAATCCATAAGGATTAAACATTTTAAAAGCATGTGCAAATGCTCCATCTATACGATATAATTTATTGTCGCCTGATTTTTCATAACAAGTTCCATTAATTCCACTATTTGATGTAGAAAGTTGTGGAGTATGTCCAACAACTAATTGGCCCATTTTAAATACCTGCAATGTTTTTTTAACAGAGATAAAACATTGATTAGAATCAATATTTGTATTTTTTGGAATAGAACCATATATTCTGGTCCAAAATGGTGATGTTTTTGTATCATTTAAAAATAAAGTTTTATATTCTTTGTCTTGATCTGATAATTTATTCAATAACCATTTTCTAATGACCGCATTGAGATATTCAAGTTTTGTGTTTGAATCTAGATTTAAACCATCTAATTTTTTTGATAAAATAGGTAAAATACCAGCGTGCGCAAACATAGTACTACCAATTGTTATTATTGATTGTCTTGTGCATGCCATATGACAAGCAATTGGTCCACCGGGTTTGAAAGCATCTTTACGACCTTTAGGTCCGCGTAATATATTTCCTTGACTATCATAAATAAAATTATGAAAATTTTCGTATGAAACATAATCAAATTTTCCTTGTGAATTCATTAATTCATGATTTCCTAACAAACTATACACTGCTCCTCCGTATCGTGAAGCTTTAACATTCATTTCGTCGAAAAAATTCATTACCAGTATATCATTGGGTAAATCATCTGATTGTTTAATATCATGACAATCATAACCGGGTACTGGTCGACAACTATCTATTTGATCACCAACTTGTACCACTATAGTGTCAGGTGGATTAGCAACCCATTCATTATTATCATCTATTAATTGAGCTAATTTAAAACATCTTATTGCCAAATCTAAATCTCCATGTATATCGCCAATCGCAATAATACGCTTAACTGGTGGTAAGATTGTAGGTAAAAATTTATTATTAGGACAATCTTTCATAAAATCTTCTGGAGAATATATTTCGTGTTTGACTTTATATTTCGTTTTAATGCGCATATTATATATAGCTGATATTATATTTATGTGTAGATATAATTTTCACATTGATATAAAAAATATATATAATAAAAATTGAATTTTTAAATGTTTAGTGTGTTAAAAATATTATATATGTATATTTATTATAAATATAAGATGCTAAATCATTATCCTTGTAACGTGTTTCCTGGTGAACTTACATTTAGTTCAAACAACACACATGGTTCTAATTTAAGTTTTAGTGATATACTAAAATATTTAGTACCTGAACGTAATGTGACTGACCAAGTTAAAACTGATACTAGTTATATCAACTGTTTGAAAGATCATTTAAAAAATCAAAATGAAACATATCCTTTTTCATACAAGGGCTATAATTTCACCATCTATAAACCGTATAGATTTAATTGGGCTGCTAAAATTATCATTCCTGATGATCATGTTGATCAAAATGCCAATGATCATTGTCTAAAAAAAATTTATAATGTTCACAATGGAATTTGTCGTGTTTTTAATACTTTTGTTATTAAAACTGATGGTAAACATGATTATTGTTTACTGAGAGAATCTTATCAAGATTTAGATGAATCTTGTTTTATTTATAGAGATTTTAATTTCATTAAGAAAGAAGCAATGAATTTAATTGATCAAATGTGTCAACGTCAAAATCTTTATTTGGCTGGTCGTAGACATACTCATCAACCCCAAAATATGTTCATGTATAATTTTTCAAATAATAAATCTAACTTGATGAATGATCAATTGATTAATCAATTGATGTCACAATTTGATGCTGGAAAAGTAGATTTTGTTCTTGATTTTTCAGAATCATCTGAACCTCAACAGCAATCTATGTATCAATGTCAAGCTAGATCCGAGCCTCAATATCAATCTATGTATCAATGTCAAGCCAGATCTGAACCTCAATGTCAAACTAGATCAGCACCTGCTAGTCAATGCAAATCACAATATCAAACTAGATCGGCGCCCGCTAGCCAATATAAACCTCAATATAATCAACAGAGCATCAAGAAAGATAATGATACAAAAAATTATATGGATATTTTTGCAAAATTAATCAGAACTGATTCTAAAAATATTTATAATGATGAAACCTATTATACCGATATATTTACTAAAATAATGGATACAGATAAAAGTACCGAAAAAAATACAAACGCTGATTATTATATGGACATATTTTCCAAGATTATGGGTTATGATATTTCTACCAAAAACAAAGATCAGACAGTTAATCAAAAACAATCAGTTAATCAAACACAAAAACAATCAGTTGATCAATCAAATAAATATGATCCCAATGAATTAATTGATCATGTTCTTAATCTTATGCAATCATCAACTGCAAAAAATACTGAATCAAATAATACAAACACCAATAATACTCAAATTACCAAAGATGGTGTAGAAATTTCAGATTTTGATGAAATGGAAGGATATGATTATATTCCTTCATATAATTCGGAGGAATTTATTGAAAAGATAAATCAATCAGAAAAGCAACCTATTCTTTCAGAAGAAAATTATTGTTGTGACAATCATAATTCAAATAAAACAATGTATTCAGAAACTATTTCGGATAATTCTGAACAAGATAATTCTGAAAATAATACTGTTACATCTGATATTTCAGGAGAAAGTTATTCATCAAATGTTTCCGATGATGATGATATGCCTTCACTTCTTGATGAAAGTGATAATGATTCAATTGATAAAAATGAAGATGCTTGGAAAAGCTCCACTTGGAATGAATATATAAATGCAAATGTATCTGTTGAATAAATATTTGGATACAATCATAATTCAAATTTATTAATAAAAATTTGAACATAAAACATTATTAAGATAAAACAATTAATTATTTTATCTCAATAATGGTAACAAATGACAAAAAAATAAAAACAAAAATTACTAGATTTGGATATGTTATTAACAAAAAATATATTGATGATTATGAACTCAATAAAATAAAAAAAGATCTAACTGTTACACCTTTTAAATTAGGCAAATTTAACAAGTTTGCAAAAAATACTAGTTTTGAAACATATGTTGAAAATGGTGATTATATTGGAATACCCAAATATTATGGATTAGAAAATATTGGTGAACCAGATATTAATAAAGTTAATACATATGATTTTCCTGTTCAAAATATGGAATATACTGGTAAATTAAGACCTCATCAGGAAATTGTTGTTGAAAAAATGGTTAAAGGATTTTCTGAACATGGTGGTGGAATATTAGTACTTGGATGTGGATCGGGTAAAACAAATATAGCAATATATTTAGCATGCAAATATAAATTAAGAACATTATTTGTTGTCCATAAAACTTTTTTAAAAAATCAAGTAATTGATCGTATTAAAACTAATACCAATGTAAAAGAAGTAGGAATAATACAGAGTAAAACAGTAAAATACAAATTTCCATTTGTAGTAGGTATGGTACAATCTCTTTCTAAAATAGATTATGATGACGCAATATTTAAAGATTTTGGAATGGTTATTATTGATGAAGTGCATCATATGGGAGCAAAAAATTTTTCAAAATTATACCAAAAAATATCAACAAAATATATGTTAGGTATTTCTGCCGAACATAATAGAAATGATGGTATGTATAAAATTATTAATTGGTATATGGGACCGATATTACATATGGAAGAACAAAAACCAAATGATAAAGTTATTGTTAAAAGATTTAATTACAAGACTTCTAATAAAGATAGAATTAAATTAATCAAAAATAATTTTGATGAACCAAATCGTTCAGCTATGGTAACTAATCTTGTTTACATTAAATGGAGAAATAGATTTATATTGAATCTAATAAAACAATTATATGACCAGGGAAAAAATGTATTATTTTTGTCCGGTAGATTAAAACAAATCAATTTACTTTATAAATTATTAAACAATGATGAATATATTAGTGGTAATGTGGGAAAATATGTTGGTGGAATGACAGAAGATAGTCTTAAATCATCATCGCAAAAACAAATTATATTGGGTTCATATGGTATGGCAGAAGAAGGTCTCGATATCGAAAATTTAAATGTCGTAATTTTAGGTACACCTAAAAGCGCTATCAAGCAATCAGTTGGAAGAATTTTACGTAAAGAAGTATATGAAGAACATCCGATTGTTATTGATATTATAGATATTGATAATCCTGTTTTTAAAAAACAATCATATACCAGAGAAAAATATTATAAAAAGCAACATTATAATATTCAAAATTTTGATGTCGCCGATTATGATCTAAAAAATTATAATATTTGGAATGATGATAAATTTTTATCAAAAGCTTTAACTCAAATTCCGGAAAAAACATCCAAAAAAAATAACAAAAAAACTAAGAATAATAAAACATTTGCTAAACCTATAAATGTAGATGATATTATGTTTATGGAAAGTGATAGTGAATAATTTTAATTGATTTAATCTATTTTAATTTAATTTAATCTAATTTATTTAATTGGATTAAATTATTTTTTAACCAAATTATTGGTTAATATATGTAGAATATTCACGAATAATTCTACATAACATACCAGAAAGTTGTAATTTTGAATGTAATCCTTTACTAACATTAATTTTGGTTTTATTGACTATATCTATTAATTTTAATTTAATTGAATGTTCTAAATCATATGATGTCAATACAAATACAAAACTAGAAACTATATCAAAATAACAATAATCTAATTTAATAATACTATTCATTTCTGCATCTGCATTTATTAAATCTCCTTGTAGACATAATTCTATAATTTTTTTTATTTCTTCAGGATCAGGTACTCGACATATTTTTAGCACAGTTTTTTTTGTTATTTTTTGATAAGTAAAAGCTGTCTTTTGTAAATCATTAATAGATTTTCTCATATCACCGTATGATATATAACATATGGTTTCAAGACCAGGTTTATCAAATTCAACATTCTCTTTATCACATATTTTTGATAAATATGAACAAATTTGCTGATTAGTTAGTTTTTTAAAACGTAATATACGACAAACACTTTGTAAATCTTCAATTATTTTTGTTGAATCATTACATGTAAATATAAATTTAGTACGTTTACCAAATTCTTTGATCATATTATTAATATCAAATTGACATTTTGATGTCATAATATCCGCTTCGTCAAGTAAAATAATTTTTGACATATTAAAATCAACAACTTTTTTACAAAATGGCGGTATTCTATTGGACATACTTCTAACACCACGATCTTCAGCAGCATTTATTTCTAAATAACCAGTATTCATATGATTTCCCAACATAGTTTTGGCAATACATCTTGCCGTTGAAGTTTTACCAATACCCGGTGGTCCAGTAAAAATTAAATGCACATTATCTTTATCTTCCAGAAATATATTTATTTGTTTTCTAATATTAACATCAAAAATAATTTCATCAATAGTTGATGGTCTATATTTTTCTATCCACGGGATTGATGTTTCCATTATTAATGCCATTAAAGGTGTTTTTTTATATTATGTTTATTTTTCAATTTTTAATATTACAAAAAAAAACGCAATTAATATTAACATAAAATTGAAAAAAATATTTATTTTTATAAACACATGTTATTATATATTAGAATAAAATATATACAACAATAATGACATCTGGTTATTCTAAACTTTTTGGATGTAATGTACATAGTTCTATACGTGTTGGTCCAATGGCTTTAAGTATTATCAACACACAACAATTTCAACGTATGAAAAAAATAAAACAACTTGGTCTAACAAATTGGGTTTTTCCAACTGCTACACACACTCGTTTCGAACACTCTCTTGGAGTTTATCATTTGGCTGGAAAAATGCTTGAAAAAATTAAGACTCAATATCCTGACATGTTATACAATATCCCAATTTTAAGCGATGAGCCATTACTATTAACGGATAAAATAATTGAATGTATAAAGATTGCAGGTTTATGTCATGATATTGGTCATGGACCTTTTAGTCATATTTTTGATGATATATTATTATCCAATGTGACACATAAAAATCATCATCACGAACAAAGATCATGTTTGATAACAGGAATATTATGTGAAAGAGAATTGCGTTCAGAACTTAGTGACAAAGAAATTTTATTTATAAAATCAATTATTGATCCTGGTCCAAATGATAAAGGAGCACTTTATCAAATTATATGTAATAATTTGAATGGTATTGATGTTGATAAATTTGATTATTTAGCTCGGGATTCGATTAATCTAAAAATTGGAATTGAATTTAATGCTAATAGATTAATAGATGATTTTATTATTGATGATGGTAATATTGTTTATCCTAAACATTGTTCGGCAGATATTTATAAAATGTTTCATAGCAGATATATGATGCATAAAACTGTATATTCTCATAAAACAGTAAAATTACTTGAAATGATGTTAAAAGATATATTTATCAAAATAGATCCTATATTTAAAATTTCAGATACTATAAATAATATGAATGATTTTTGTAAACTCACTGATGATTCTGTATTTAATTTAATTGAAACAACCATAAATCCACCACCATTCATAGATATTAAATTATCCATAAATGATATACTTCGAGTTCATGATGCATATAAAATATATCAAAATATGATAAATCGTGTTTTATATAAACAAATTATCGATATACCTGAAGAAGATAATCCGATTGATAAATTTAATCTATTTATTAATTTTATGGTTGATAAACATCCAAATATTAAAACTGATGATTTTTATACATTTGTAACAAAATGTGGATTCACGAACAATTTGAATAAAAGTCCATTTGATGATATATTTTTTTATGATAAAAAGGAAAATAGTAGTAAATTCACCTTGAGACGTAGTCATTATTCCGGATTAATGAATAATAAATCACAAGAAGTGCATTATCATCTATATTGTAAAAAAAAAGATATATACAAAATTGCAATTAGTGAGCTCAAAAATTTCACTTTCTAAATAACTTAAATTTTTTAATAAAAATTAAATAATTTAAAGATATGAATCTTATATTTTGACATAAGATATAATGTCAAACAAAGTAGCTATAGGTATAGATTTAGGAACCACATATAGTTGTGTTGGTGTTTGGCAAAATGGTAAAGTTGAAATTATTGCCAATGATCAAGGTAACAGAACTACTCCATCTTATGTTTCTTTCACGGAAACTGAACATTTAGTTGGTGATGCAGCAAAATATCAAGCCACTGGTAATCCTACCAATACTATTTTTGATGCTAAACGTTTAATTGGAAGAAGTTTTAATGATTCGACTGTTCAGGCAGATATGAAGCATTGGCCTTTCCAAATTGTTAATGTTTCTGGAAAACCTTATATTGAAGCTACTCATGAAGGATCTGTTAAACAATTTTCACCAGAACAAATTTCATCTATGGTTTTAATGAAAATGAAACAAACAGCCAGTGCTTTTGTTGGTCAAGAAGTTACGGATGCAGTAATAACTGTACCAGCATATTTTAATGACTCACAACGTCAAGCTACTAAAGATGCTGGACGTATTGCTGGACTTAATGTTCTTCGTATTATCAATGAACCTACTGCTGCTGCACTTGCATATGGACTTGATAAACATAATGATCAAGAACTTAATGTACTCATCTTTGATTGTGGAGGTAAAAATATATAAAAGAGTGTTACTATTTTTAAAAATATAATGACATATAAAATATGTACTGAATGTAATAAAAATAAATTAGTAAAATATTATTATAGGGATTATAGTATTACAACAAAAGAAAGTTATCGTTCAAAATGTAAACAATGTTGCCAAAAACGACAACAAAAAAGAAAATCAAATGAAAAAGATAAAACTATTAAAAATAAAATATGTAAAGATTGTGTTTTAAAATTACCAATATCACAATACTACAAAAATGCTAGATATAAGGATGGTTATTTTGCTAGATGTAAAAAATGTCATGACACAAAAGAAAAAACTGGATATATTATCAAAAGAACCAAAGAATATATGAAAGAATACAATAAAAAAAGATATAGTGATCCAAGATATATAATAAGAAGTAGTATACGAAAATCTATTATTTATTATTCTAATAAATCAAAAAATAATGAAAAAAGTTCGAAATATATTGGATGCACTGTAAGTTTTTTTAAAACATGGATAGAATATCAGTTTAAAAAAAAAATGACATGGGAAAATCACGGTTCTTATTGGCATTTTGATCATGTAAAACCATGCGCCTCATTTGATTTATCAAATGATGATGAAATATTAAAATGTTACAATTGGACAAATTATCAACCATTGAAAGCAATAAAAAATTTAAAAAAATCAGATATAATAATCCCTGAAGTAATAAAATCACATAAAAATATTGTCAAAAAATTTAAAAATGAAAATAGTAAACTTTTTAGTTCTGCTTCCACATTAAAAAATCGGGTGAATTGCGGGGAAGTCCTAAAGCTCTAATTACTAACCTATCATGGTAACATAGATAGGGGCCAAACTAATTATTTGGGTATAGTAAAAAGATTAGAGATGTTAAACTACAAAGTAAAATAATTGTTTAACGGAAAATGGATTATCCGCAGCCAAGCATCCAAGTGATTGGATGAAGGTTCAGAGACTAGATGAAATAAGCTTATATTTAATCTCAGAATATAAGTTGAAACATCCACGAGCGCCTGACATGAACGGAATATAAGAGAAATATTCATAACGTTTATGAAGATATAGTCCGAACTATGACGAGAGTCATAGAAGTAAGGATAAAGAGCCTTACGATAACAATGTCATGGGAACTCATGACGTAACTCTTCTATCTCTCGAAGATGGTCTCTTTTCTGTATTAGCTACTAGTGGAGATTCTCATCTTGGTGGCGAAGATTTTGATAATAGACTGGTATCATGGTGTGTTGAAGATTTTAAACGAAAAAACAAAGTTGATCTATCTACATCTGCCAAAGCTCTTCGTCGTCTAAGAACTGCTTGCGAAAGAGCCAAACGAGCTCTTTCATCTGGTACTCAAACCACTATTGAAGTAGATTCATTATTTGAGGGAATTGATTATAATACGCCTATTTCGAGGGCCAAATTTGAAGATATTTGTTCTGATCTCTTTAGAAAAACAATTGAACCAGTAGAACAAGTTTTAAGAGATTCAAAGATTGATAAATCCAAAGTACATGAAATTGTGCTTGTTGGTGGATCTACAAGAATTCCTAAAATTCGCGAAATGTTAAGTTCTTATTTCAATGGTAAAAAATTAAATGAAAGTGTTAATCCAGATGAGGCTGTTGCCTATGGTGCCGCAATTCAAGCAGCTATTCTTTCTGGACAAACTGATGAAAAACTACAAAATATTGTACTTGTAGATGTTACTCCTCTATCTCTTGGTTTAGAAACAGTTGGAGGTATTATGACTAATCTTATCGATAGAAATACTACTATTCCTTGTAAAAAATCTCGTGTATTTTCTACGTATTCAGATAATCAAACTGCTGTTACAATTCAAATTTTTGAAGGAGAAAGAAAATTCACTAAAGATAATAATCAACTTGGTACTTTTAATTTAGAAGGTATTCCTCCTGCTCCTCGTGGAGTACCGCAAATTGAAGTTACTTTCGATATCGATGCCAATGGAATTTTGAATGTGACTGCTTGTGATAAATCTAGCAACAAGAGTAAAAATATTACTATTACTAATAATCGTGGTAGATTTACTGATGAACAAATTAAACGTATGGTCGAAGAAGCTAAAGAATTTGAAGAAGCTGATAATAAGAGAAAATCTGCTGTCGATGCCAAGAATGATTTAGAAAATTATATTCACAGTGTCAAACAAGCTTCTTCAGATCAATCTGCTTCACAACTAATTGATGCAGAATCAAGAACTAGTATCGAAGAAAAATGTTCTGAACTTATGAAATTTGTTGATGAAAATATTAACGAACCTAGAGAAACATATGAAGCCAAACGTAAAGAATTAGAAGATATTTGGAATCCGATTGCTGTCAAACTTTATGCCCAAAAATCAGCCGAATCAAATCAAAATGCTGAAACTCAAGACGATGTTCCTAAAGGACCAACTGTTGAAGAAGTTGATTAAATTATATTTTTTAAATAATAATACCAATTAGTATTATTATTTAAAATTGACAAATAAAAACTATTGATTAATATTATAATTTATGATTTGATGAATTATATTTACAATGATTAACAATTTTGATTTTAGTAAAGAATATAAGTGTAGTCCAACAATAATATGCGGAGGTTTTACCAAATTAATGTATATTGTAGCTTATGAAAATGAAATAAATGATGCTAAAAATATTATTATTAGTGAAGTTAATAACAATGATTTAAATTATATTAATCAAAAAAATGATTTGGGTTGGAATGCATTAATGATTGCTTGTAGATATTCAAATTTATATAATAATTTTGATACTATTCAATTATTGTTAAATAATGGTGCTGATATTAATTCACAAAATAATGATGGTTGGACCGCATTAATGTGGGCTTCACATTTATCTGTGTATGCAAAAAATATTAATGCTATTAAATTACTACTTGATCAAAAGGTAAATATTGATTTACAAAATAAAGAGGGATATACTGCATTAATGATTGCTTGTAGATATTCTAATACAAATAGTGATGTGGATATAGTTGAATTATTACTTAATCATGGATCAAATGTTAATGCGCAATGTAATAATGGCTGGACTGCTTTAATGATATCATGTAAGTATTCATATACAGAAAGTAATATTGAAACTGTAAAAATATTACTGAGCCATAATGCAAATACTAATTTTCAAAATGATTATGGTTGGTCTGCATTAATGATTGCTTCTAGATATTCTGGGATTGATGGTGACATATCTATAATTAAATTGTTACTTAATTATGGAGCAAATGTTAATACACAATGTAATAATGGTTGGACTGCATTAATGTTTGTGTCTAGATATTTCCGTAATAACAAATTTGAAATAGCAAAATTATTTATCGATAATGGTACTAACATTAATTTGCAAAATAAAAATGGACAAACCGTATTATTGATAGAGTGTCGATATAATAATAGATGTGATAATATTGAATTTATAAAATTATTACTTGATAATGGTGCCAATATTAATCATCAATGTAATAATAATGAAACTGCATTAATCATAGCAGCTAAACAACATTATTTAAAAATAGTAAATTTTTTATTGGATAATCATGCTGATTATTCTATTGTAGATAATTCAAGAAAAATATTTATAAATTATCTATACGGACAACAAAGTATAAGTTGTTTAAAAATAATAAATGATATTGAATATACTAAAAAATGTAAAAAATATATTCATCAACAATTATTTCATAAAGTGAATGAATTTATGTATAAACCTGATAATATTAGACATAAATTAATAAATGCCAAATTTAAATTATTTACGGACGCAAAAATAAATAATTTTAATTTTATTGACATTATCAATAATTTGAAACTATTTTATTATTTTTCAATACATGATATTGAATCATTCCAAATTAGAATTAACGAATTAGAATTAATGCATTTGGATAAATAAATTAATTTAATCGATAAATATTTATCGATTAAATTAATAAACTAAATTTCTGTTTCCAGATTCAGTATTTAATATTGTTTTTAAATTATCATATTTAGTTTTATATTTATTGTATTTGTATTGATAATTTTTGGTATTGATTAAATTATTATTTTTATTTGGAGTATAATTTTTTGATTCTAATAATGTTTGTTTATTAATTATTAATTGTTTATCTAAAAAATCTTTAAACAATGGATAATACTGAGAATAACATGACATAATATCATCATAATTTTTAATTTTTCTTTTAGCAATATAATCTGCACTAATGACAATTGTTTGAGAATTAATTACAGGAGAATCAATTGTATGATTTGATTTATTAATTTTATCTTGATTTGTTGGAATAATTTCCAATATTGGTTGTTTATTATTTTCAATAATTCTACCACCGGTCAGAGTACTATTAATAAATCCATATATGTATCTTTTGATAATATTTTTAGGAGCGATTGTGTTAGAATATTTAATGGCATCCTGTACATTACTAAATAATTTCATAGTTACCACTTTAATATTATAATCTTCATTATCTTCGACTGGTACATATTCAATATTTTCGATAACAAAATATGATCCTGCTTGTATCATAATTTCTCTTTCATACGAAATTTGACTATAAGTATCAACAAATACCCAATTTTTTATAGTGCCTGGTTTATTATCTATTTTTATTTTATAAATAACTTTAATAGGAGAAATAAAATCATCATAACTTTCAAACACTGAAAAGGCCGTAGATAAAAAATTTGGCATATACATGATAGATGATGGTTCCATTGTTAAATGACTTGCATCTGATATTTGTCCATTAGGACTATTAAAATATAAAAATGTTTGAAAGGAAATAACTTCAAATTCTTGCTTGAAAATATTGTCAACTGTCTCTATATATTCCAGATCGGAAACTATATTCTTAATAACCATTTTTAATTTTGTAGCTAGATTTTTATATTTATCAACATCTGGTATATAATTATCAATTTTATCACTATTTTCCAGATCTAAATGTTCAATTTGCTGATACAAATTAATACTTGAATGAGCTCCACCTGTATAAGTATATATTGGTCTTTTATATTGACTATCGTGTCTATTAATTATACTACGTATTTTTTTCAATCCTGGATCATTAGCATAATCATCATCACTAATATTTTTTATATTTTGAAAAGGGTTTAATACATTTTTTAATTTTTTTAAATAATCTCCACAATTGTTTTTTGGAACAAAATCTTGATAATAAAGATTATAATAATCAATAATTTTTTGCCTAATAAAATTAGTTCCGGGTTGTATTTGTTCAGCAAAATGTATATCAAATCTTTTGTTTTTATTATAACTAAGTATATCGAATGGAAAATCAAAATCAGAATTGCATATGTATGTGTTATAATTTGTCAAATATTGCAATCTTGTATCATTTTCGGTAACATTTATGCCAGATACTAAATTAAAATATAATCTCGCAATAATTTGTGGTAATGTACCATATTTTATATCGTTTCTTGTTTTGGGAATATATGTTAAATCTGACGGATAAATGTTGGTTATTGGATGAAATATAATATTAAAATTCTCATTTATTGGTCCAGAATTATTAAACAATTTATTTGAAAATAAATTTTTTCTGAAAACTAAATGAATAAATACTGTTAATATTTCCATATCATTATTTAATTTTTGAAATCCATATCTGAATAATGGTATATCAGTATTTGTATAATGATTGAAACAAGATTCATCTATTAAATTATATTTGAATAAAATATTTTTGATAAAATATCTAATTGGACCATATTTATAATTAACATAACTGTTTAATTTCATAGATAATTCTTTTGTGAATATTGCAATTCTTTCGGATGTTTCATTAATTTCAATATCAAAATTAAGAGCTGTGGCATATTTATTTTTGGGATTAATATATTTTTCTAAAGCATTTGCTCCTATGACTTTATAATCATAGCCATATCTTCCTGAATATCTATATTGATGAAAAACATCGTGATATTTATCAGGTTGAGTCTGATATTTAATTTTCGGTAGTGTGGATAATGTAGTTGTATGAATTATATCGTACAATATGGTATCCAATAAATTATATAATTCGGTTAAATTATTGATGCGATTACCATTATTATCAATTATATTATGTGGTACATAAATATTATTTTGAATATCTGAATTATCAACATTTATTATCTCATTATTAGTTGAAATTGATGTATTACCAGTATCATCACCAACATAAATATTTCGATCATCGAGATGTAAACTCATTGTATTAATATATATATATATATTATGTATATATTATACTATTATTTGGTTATTCAAAATATTTGTGTCAATATTATTTTTGAGTTTGTCATATTTATTTTTATATTTTTGATATTTATAAAAATATGTTTTTGACTGATTTTGTGGAATTTTTTCGGATTCAGAATTTAAATCAGGTATATCATAATTTGGTAATTTATGATTAAGATTTTTGTTTATAATGTATCCTGGTTTTTGATATTTGTCTATAATGGATGCAAACAACGGATAATATTTTACATAACAATTAATTATATCTTCTTCATTATTAATTTTTGAATTAGCTATATAATCCGCGCTGATAACAATACAATGAGGATTTATTATTTGTTTATTATTTTTTTTGTCGTATGATTTTATAATTGATTTTGGTTTAATAATGGATTCTGATTTTTCAACTATTTTACCACCAAATAAATTATTACCCAATAATCCATATATTAAATTATTTTGACCAAATTTTTCCGAATAATCAATGGCGTGGTTTATATCATCGCATAATTTCATAGTAACTAATTTTATGTTGTAGCAATTGCTATATTCTTTGACAGGTATATAATCAATATTTTCAATAACATAATAAGATCCTGCTCTGATTAGTATTTCTTTTTCTGTATCGACTTGACTATATTTATCAATGATAACCCAATTTTTACCGAGTCCTGATTTATTTTCTATTTTTATTTTGTAGAGAACTTTTACTGGCGAAATAAAATCATTATAATTGGAAAACATGTTATATGCTGTTGATAAATAATTTGGCATGTACATTATTGATCCACGATCTAAGCTTAGATGACTATAATCAGATATTATACCACTGGGACTATTATAATATAAAAATGTTTGGAATGATATAACTTCAAATTCTTTTTTAAATGTCGTGTCTATTGTTTTAATATATATTGAATCATTAAATAAATTGTTAAAAACAATCTCTAAATTTGTATTAATGTCAATAAAACGATCAATGTTGTTTATATATTTTTTCGCATCATCAGTATTATGTAATCCTAAATTTTTTAATTGACAATATAAATTAATATTTTTATGTGATCCTCCTGTATATTCATATATAGGAGATTTATGTTTAATGTCTTGATTTTTTACCAGCTGATAAAGTTCTGCTAATTTAATATCTTTATCCGTAACATTAAATGGATTTAAATTTAATTTTTTTAAGTAAACATCACAATCGGTCATTTTTCGATATTTTTTAGAATAAGTTTCATAATAATCCAGAACTTTATCTTTGACATATTTTAATCCTAGATCATCTGCGATTTTAACATCACGATCAAAAGCATTGGTAAATTTTAAAACATCGAAAGGGAAATCAAATTCTGGATTACAAATAAAAATATTCTCATTTTTGAAATATTCTAATCTCGTAATATTTTTAACTACTTTTGCACTATTTTCTACAGCACCTATAAATCCCTGTATAGTTTTGGGTATATTAGCATATCGAATTTTATTATAAACAATTGGTTGATGTGATTTGTTAGTTTGTTTAATATCAAAAAATGGATAAAATATTATGTTATGATCGGGATTATTATTACCAGAATTATCCAATAAAATATTCATAAATAAATCTGATTTCAATACTAAATGAATAAATATACTTAATTTATTGAGACCAAATCCTGACTTACGGTATCCAAATCTAAATAATTTAATGTTGGTATCACTATAATGATTTAAACATGAATCATCCAATAAATTATATTTTAATAATATATTTTTAATAAAATGTCTCATAGGTCCATACTGATAATTAATGTAAGAATTTAATTTGTCTGTTAAATCTTTTGCAAAATCTAATGCTCTGGTATTAGATTCATTAATTTCAACATCAAAATCAAATGATGTTACATACTTAATATTTGGATTCATTATTTTCTCTAATACTTTACCTCCAAATATTTGATAATCATATCCTCCAATTAAATTAGGTCCTAATATTTTCGATAAAGTTGCTTTGACTACATCATCTATCAAATCATGTAATATTGTATTGAATAAGTCATATAATTCTTTTAAATTGTTGATATGTTCTCCATCAATATTATAAATATCAACTGGTCTATATCTTTCAACATTTTTATAAATATTTTTAATATATACCATATCTGGATAATTGTAATCATCATCATCATCATCATCGTAATAATTTATATTACTGTATCTATCATGTTCTTCATCGCGTGCATTATTATTATTATTATCTTCATCGTCATCGTCATCGTCATCGTCATTTATAAAATGATATCTATTATTTTCTTCATCATGTTTATTACGATCTATATCTAACAAACTCATTAATATATATACAGATTAATTTTTTAATATATATATATATTAAATGCAAAATACACTAAAAAATTTTTTAGTATCTGAACATCTTACAAATTTTAAAATTAACAACATATTCGATTCAGATTTTTACAGAATATATCCGGTTGATGATAATAAAACAATAAAAATTAGAATATCTGCAACATCTAATAATAAAATTATTAATCGTGAAATCAATCGAGACAAAATAATTTTAAAAATAAAAATATTAGATAAAGATGTAATAGAATCAGCCAAAAGAGAAATTAAACATAATACTAATAGTGAGTATAAACAATTTATACCAGAAATTATTGGTATTTATAAAATAGATTCCAATACATTAAAATCTATTTTAGAAAAATTACCCAACAAATATATTTTGGACTTGTCTGAATTTATTCGAGGTGATTTTTTATTAATGATTTATGAAAATTATGAAAATTTATTTCATCTGAATAGTAACTATTTATTGACTAATCGTGTCAGTAATATTATACGCGGATCCAAGGAAAAGAATTTAATTTATTTTTATTTTATGTTTACGTTATGCTATTTACATCAAAATAATATTTCCACTTCAAATATTGATATTTTTAATTTTGGTCTTCGCAAAAATAAAGAACCAAAATCATTAAAAATTATGATAGATGGAGAAGAACGTAATGTTCCAATATCTTTATTATATAGAAGAGGAGGATATTTAGAGCCAGTTTTTGTTGATTTTATTATTGATAATTCTAAAAGTAAATTATTTAATATTAATAATTTTATGCCGTTCGGAGATAATATTTTATATAAAAATATTAGTGACGATGTAAAATATCCTTATTTGCCAATAGAATTAATTAAACAACTATTTGGTCCAGTCTCTTCATATATTATGAAAAATATATCATTTATGGATCATAATGAAACGGATATTCAAAAAATGTATCTGTTAAATATGTATGATATTTATAATTATGATTATATTACCAATAATAATATTACCGATGTATATTCATTTAATATATTACAATCTAGTCTTGTTATGAATTGTCAAAAAGATACATTAAATTGTTCCAAAGAAATATCATACAGTACTATTAATCAATTACCTAATTTAAATATCAATATTATGGCACCTCCTTTTAATAATTCCACTAATTTTGGGAAAATACCATCAAATAAAATAAATCAATACAATAAATATAATGGTATGTATGGAATCAATATTTTTGGTTCGAAAAATGATCATCGATCATGGGAAAAATTAACTAGGAGAACATGTTTGGGTAGATATCAATATTCACAATTAAAAAATGCATACACAATATCTAAATCAATTTTGGAAATAAATTATGATTTTTTTAATGAATTATTGGATCAACAAATAAACACAATCATGAATATGTTAACTCAAGAATTATACACTATCAATGGTAAATTTCAGATAGAAACTTTTGTATTACATTTTTTAGTTTTAACAACTGATTTTTCCATACCATTAATGAATAATTTTGATCATTCAGTTTTTTTAGAACAATCTTATGTCAAAATGGTTTATGAATTTATCGAAGGAATCATACAAAATGGCAATATTCGAAATAAATTATTTGTTTATTTGGCTTTGTCAAAAATATTACATTTGACATTAATAAGAAAATTATTTATGGTGATGTTTGTACAAGAAAATAATTCTAATTATGATGTATTATCAAATTTTGGTATTTCTAAAAATAAAATAACTATGGATAAATCTCAAAATAATGAGAAACTTGTTTTTGATGTAAAATCATATTGTAATGATAAAGGAATAAATTATAATCTTATTCAACATCGATATAATGTAGTCAAAGAATTGATAGTTTTAAAAAAAGATGATATTGGAACAAATGATCTCGAAATTTATTTATTTAAAATACTGGAAGAAAATATTAAGATGGTATTTTTGTTATATTTGTATGAAGATTTCAAATATGGATCAAGTGGAAGAATTCGTTTTGATTGGAATAAAATCAAACCCAAAGATTATATTTTATTACCACAATCAGAATCAATATTGTATCCAGACATGGATATATATGAATTTTATAGAAAAAAAAATGATTATGTTGCATTTTTAGATAGAGGAATAGATACCCAAAGAATGAGTGTTTTAGACGGTGATGGTATTTTTTTAGAATCATTTAAATTTGGAGAACCAGTTTTAGCTGGTGCATCTGGACATACAGCAGATATTTTATTATGTGCTGGATATTTGGAATCATCAGGTGATATGACTAATTTTTTGAATAAAATGAAATTAATGACTATATTATGCATTTCAGTAATGTTTCCCAGAAAAGATCATAGTATTTTTGAAATGTATCGTGCTCTTCAATTATTTAATCCTGCATTTACTACAAATATATTTACTTGTCCCAATAAATACAATAAAACAGGATCTTGTTTCAAATGGATGTTAGATGATAATTATTATCGGTTGGCAAAAAATACTTTTGATGGCCCAAATACTTTTATTCATTTCAAAAATAAAATAGAGAAAAATTTCGATTATTATTTGTCAAATAAATATTATGATTTGGTCAAAAATATTGTGCAAATATTTTATAGATCCGAGTCTAATCGAGTTAATATTGGAGATTTGACAAAACAAATTAAAAATAAATTTTCAAATAGCGAGTTTCAAAATATTAATTCCGAAGCATTTGTAATCATGACTATACTGAGAAGAGAAGCAAGTAAATTATGGATGACTGATAGTGAATATGTTTATGATATTGAAAATAAACATATATCAATTCGAAATTTTATAAATAATAATTACACATTGCCAGATATTTTTATAAATGATGATATATATCTTTACGAAGATAGTATTGTGACATGTACCAGAAGTGTTTATGATTATATTAAACCAATTGAAGATTTTGATAATACTTGTTTGATACTTCAAAAAATATTTAGAAAAAAATCACAAGACAAGTGTATTTGGTAAATCTGCATTACTGGATTTTTTCACTTTTTTTGACAAAAAAATTGAAAAAAATACATAATGTATGTGTCATTAGTATATATTTAGTATATTAATTAACTAGTTTTTAGCATGAAAATATTAAATTTAAATATTTTTAGGGGATTTCATACCCAATTCCACGAAATTTATAATTGGCAAAATCGCAGAAAACATATTATTGATTTGATTGAATCAACTCTTCCTGATATTATTTTATTTCAAGAATGTAATCGATTAAAACATTCAGAAAATTTGGAAAATTTTATGAAAAATTTTCCAAATTATAATTATAACATACAATATTCTCACCCAAATATTTTGAGAAGTAGAGCTTTAATTATAGCTTATAATCCAGAAAAAGTATTTAAAATTACTGAAACAACTAAATGGCTATCCGATACTCCCGACATTCCAAGCATTGGTTGGGGATTAAAAGGTGACGATTTTGGAAGAATAGTTTATGGATGTAAATTTATTGAAATAAATAATGGAAATTATAAGGGAGATACATTTTGGATTTTTAATATACATTTTGATGTGGATCCTATTGCTATTTTTAAAAGCATTAAATTATTGCCTGGTTTATTGAATAAAATTGAACCAAATGGTAAAATAATTATTGCTGGTGATTTTAATACTGATGATGAAGATCTTTTTGAAAATTTCAAAAACAATGGGTATGATTGTTTGTCCAATAATTATAAAACAACTGATAATGTTCGTCTAGATTTTAGTTTTGTTGGGAAAAGAGACGATTGTGGTCAATTCACAGAATGTATGTATTTGGATCATGTATTTGGGAAAAATATTAATAATTGCAACGTATATTGTCCATATAATTATGAATTCATAATGCAAAAATATATAACTTCTGATCACTTGCCAATTATTATTGAATCAAATAATATATGATTTAATTATTATTAAAATATATATTATTAATCTTGCAATATTATGAATAAAATTATTATTTTTATTAAATAAATAAAAATAAAAATTATGTTGATTTGCTAACTATGATTTACCTGAGACGGAGTACAAGATGAAGGGTACTTTCTTTGGTAATATTGTAATCAGCTAGAGTTCTTGAATCTTCAAGTTGTTTTCCGGCAAAAATAAGTCTTTGCTGATCAGGAGGAATTCCTTCTTTATCTTGAATTTTTTGTTTTACTGCCTCAATTGTATCAGTGTGAGTACATTCGAGAGTAACAGTTTTACCAGTAAGAGTTTTAACGAAAATTTGCATAGACATCTTGGTTATATAATATTGATAATCTTTTATATTAAGAACAAGTAATTTAGGCCTTTTTTTTTTCAATTTTTTTATAATTATAAATTTATTATAATTATAATTAAAATTTAATGGTATTAATTTGGTGATGAGTGATTTGAGATAATACTTTATTGAGTGAACCAATATTATTATTTACACCATTTAATATATTTTGTAATATATTACGTTGATTGGCAGGAAGTTGATTAATTCCTGAAGAAATTTTTTGTCCAAGATCTGTAATTTTTTGATTGAGACTAGGAACTAATTTTTCTAATTCATTACGAATTACTGTCGGAACTTCTTGTGGATTAATGCGCGATAAAGTTTGTGTCAAAGAATTTGTATCAGTTTGAAGAGTTGAAAGAGATTGACGTATGTCATCAAAATTTACTGTGTTGCTCGGAGTTAAATTACTCGTGGGTGAATATCGAAATAAACTAATATTTTCATTGAGTAGATTATTAGCCGTATTATTTACATCCATAGCATTTGTATTAAAAGCAGCTAATGTTTGACCGAGTTCACTTTGTTGAGCAGCATTAAGTTGAGGTAAAAATACTTGTACTTGACGATTAAGCGCAGCTACTTGTTGATTAATATTAGCAATAGCGGTAGTCATACGATTTCTGATGTCCGTCGGTATAGGTACATGTAAAGTAGATAATTGTTGTCTAATGAATAATAATTGCTGATTAAGAGATCTAATATTAGCTTGAAGAGCTTGGAATGTTTGATCATTTACAACATTAGTTTGTCTATTGGACATATAATTTCTAAAGAACCAGTAAGCAAGAATAATTAAAATGATCACAATGATGACATAAAATCCAGTTTTATTATTTTTCATTTATATTATAATAGTTATATTTTATATTATGGATATATGAATAAATTAGTCAAATAAAAAATTGATATTGTTAATGTTTATTCAAGACATTATTTAAAGTGAAAGTATATATAAAAAATATATTGGAAATGGGAATCAAAGGACTACCAAAGCTAATAAAAGAAATCACAAATGGTTCTGCCATGAAATCAATACAATTTGGTAAATTTGATGGTAGAGTGGCTGTGGATATGAGTTTACTAATACATCAAACTGTTATTGCTATGAGATCTAATGGTAGAGATATGACAAATCAAAAAGGTGAATTAACAAGTCATTTATATGGTATTCTTTATAAAATGCTAACTTTTTTACAAAATGGTATGACACCAATTTGTGTATTCGATGGTAAAGCACCTGAAATTAAAAATAAAACAGTTGATATCAGAAGATCAAGAAAAGATGCCGCAGAAAAAAAACTTGAGTCTTTGGAAGATTCTGAAGATGAAGAATATATTAAAAATTTTAAACAAACATTTACACCATCTAAAAAAGACATTCAAGAAGCACAAATATTACTTGATCTTATGGGTATTCCTTATATTGTTTCTCCAGGAGAAGCTGATGTTGTTTGTTCATGGTTGGCATCACGAGTAGATCCAAATTATATTGATCCGGAAACTGGTAAAAAAAAAAGATATGTAACTGGAGTTTGTTCTGATGATTCTGATATGTTAGCACTTGGTGCACCATATTTATTTAAGGATATGTTAAAATTTATGACAAAAAATAAAGATGTTACTGTTATTAGTTTAAGAACTACGCTTAAATCAACAGGATTGACTATGCGTCAATTTACTGATTTATGTGTATTACTAGGTTGTGATTATTGTGATAATATCAAAGGTATTGGACCTAAAACTGCTTATAAAATGATTAAACAATTGGGAAGTCTAGAAAATGTTATTAAAAATGATCATGAAAAAAAAGATGGATCAAATGATTCTGATTCTGATTCTGATTCCGATTCTGATTTTAATGATATTAAATTAACAATTAATGAAAAATGTATGATTGAGGCAAGAAATTATTTTCTCAACGCAGTAGATAATCTTGACAAAAGTAAAGATTTTGTAGTAACACAGGATCAACTAGAACTTAGAAAATATCAATATGAAGAATTAATGGATTTTATGTGTGTTAAACATGATTTTGATGTCATTCGAATTCAAACGGCACTAGATCGTTTGAAAATGTATCATGATAAATTAAATATAACACGTAAAAATACCAAAAAAGTTCACAAAATTATTCATCCTCGATCGGAAAATTATGTTTTAAGAACTTTGACTGGTGAAAATGATATTGAATTTTTAGATTCTGATTCAGATGATGCTGATGAGATACCTTCAACAAAAGTTGCATCCAAATCATCAAAAAAAGTAGGGCATTTAATGAGACAATCTAAAAATTCTAAATAAATTTAAATAAATTATTAATATGAATATAAATATATTTTATCTATATTGATATAAAATAATACCTAAATCATATTTGTCGCTAAACACAAATATTCTGAAATAAAATTAAACGCAATAATAATGTTTTACTTTATATAAAATTTATCTATAATTATTAATCATAGATAAATATTATGTCAAAAAATAATTCTAATCAATTTGGAATAACTGATCCCAAAGCTTTGGAAATTTTATCCACAATTAAAAAAATCCAGCAAAGAATGAAAGATCCTGATGTTATTAGTTTGGAATATATCAGAATATATGACAAACTAGGTCGCGAATTTGAAGAATTTTCAGATCAGTATACAGATATTTTTACAAAAATAATACGTGGTGAAAAATTAGACATTATTGCTTCTGTGATATATTATATGGATAAAATATATAAAGGCAATATGACCGAAGAAGAATTATCTGATATGTTAGCTACACGATTTTTACCTGCACATCTCAAAGCAGATGCAGATGCTAAGATGAAAGAAATGAAAAATTCCAATGTAAATATAATTTAACAAAATTTGTCCCGCCTAATTCAAATAATTATTTAGATTAGATTCTATAGAACAATTTTTAGATGTGTATTCAATATTTTCATCTAAAATTTTATTAGTATGATCAATATTGGTATAAATATCCATCCAATTTTGAGTATTTTTATTTTGTGCATTAATCATGTCTTGGTATGTAGCGCCTTCATATACTTTTGTATCTAAATAATTTTTTATAATTTTATATCTGTTGTATTTTTTGGGCATAATGTATGAATTTATACATTGTACCATAGATGTTAATGATGTGGGTATTTTTGGAACATTTAAAGAAACTATGTACGTATCATCTGAACTAATTATTTTTGGAAATATATTTTTTTCTCGCAAATTAATTAACACTAAATATTTTTCATCCGAAAAATCAGATGAAATTATTGGTCTAATAATATAAGCCTGAGTATACAAAGAAGATAAATAGTATATTAATTCGATGGTTACTTGAGTTTGTGTGCCAAACATTTCTAAAACCATACTTGACCCGATTGATTGCTTTTCTAAATATTTATGTAATTTTAATAAAATATATTGCACCACAGCATTTTCATCAATATCAACATCTGAAATTTTGTCAATAACAAGATCAACTTTTTTGTCAGATTCAATATCAACAATATCATATTTTTTATTATTAGCGCGTAATTTTTGATAATTTGTGGCAATATTTGTGATGGTTTCAGTATGTGAAGTAGAAATAGATTTGTTATTGTCCAATAATTTAAAATTACTAATTATTTCCCATAATTCTGCATATGTTTTATCAAATTTATCATAGTTAAAAAATTTTGATCCAATCTTCGTGATAGATTGATCATCATTTCTTTCAAAATCAAAATTTAATCCAACACGATAATATGGATTTGATGTTAATGACATTATATCTAATTGTTCATTAATATTGTTAAAACCGTATTTAATTAATTTAGGACTAGGTTGAAAATCATAAATCAAATTGGAGTCATCAATTTGTATTAAATCTATTGCCGGAACCATAAAAATTATAGGATTCATCTATATTATATTATTAATAATAAATGATAAAATATTATTTATTATCAATGCATTTTTTCACTTAAATTAACCAGTAAATTTAAATCTTTGACAATTTTATCGGCATCTAACAAATAAGTACCATTATCTTTCATATAAATATTATCACTTGAATAGTCATGCGATAAATTACGAGTTTCATATTGTTGATAGTAAAATGGATAAAAAAGTTTATCAGGAGATTTATATATTAATAATATTTTTGGATCTTTTCCATTTTTAATTTTAGTAAATTCTAATTTATTCCTTGAAAAAACAACATCATCCAATAAATCATCAATAATATTATGTCTTACTAAATAAACAGATGGTTTAACAGGAGAATATTTTTTTCGAAGATGATGATATATTTTATTAATATCTTGACTTCCGGTATTATAATCTATGATCATATTGTTTGTGTGAAAATATGGAACAAGTATTTTTCCTAAATTCGTTTTATTATTGACACCAGATACTATTCTTGATGCTTCTGTTACATTAATTGTAGTTTTTTTCTTAAAAATATAATATCGATTCAACATGGATAATTTAAAACTTGCCATAGATATATCAGAATCTGTGGTATCACCTATTTTACCTTCAAGTGATAAGTAAAAATTCTTTATTTCATTATATTTTTTAGAAGACATATCATTCGATGTAAATTCTCCATTGCTGCCTTTGAAATAATTTTTATATAAATTAAATATGTTAAAAAACATATCGGTTTCCACTAATTCTAATCCACACATTTCATGTAAAGACTTTTGTAAAAAATCTGGGAAAACTAAATATTCACGAATATAGGTACCTTGATTAGAAATTAATGAATTATATAGATCAATTGCCATACCTAAAGGTTTTTTATCTTGGTCTGAATATACTTTATTAATTTCAAAGAATATATTTTTATTTCCATGATTATCAGTATAAGATGCTGTGTATTTTTGTTTGTTTTTGAGTTTATCATATATTAATTGACCATCAAAACATGTTATCAATAAATAACCATTATCTTTCAAATGATCATTAATATTTTTACAAAAATTTTTCCACGAAGTTTTATCTGATAAATAATAATGTATATTAAATTGACAATTTATGGCATCATATTGTTTACTTCCGGACAAATAATTAGTAATCATTTTTGCATTAGTATCAGACATATTCGGTAATATTTTTTCCTGTGCTTCGACTGTGAATAATCCTCTTGCATCTGCATTTATAAATTTCATAGGTGGTATATTGTTATTATTTTTTTTTAAATTTTTATATCTATTAAATGCTGAATCATCTATAAAATATAATCCATTATTATCAATATCAACACCCACATATTCTTCTACATTTGCATTAATAAATTTAATCAGATCTCCACCTCTACCCATTCCAATATCTAATACACTTTTTTTATTTCGACAATATGTTAAAATCATATTAGATTTTATAAAATTATTAAACGCTCTCATTCCTGTTGCGCTTGAAGTAGTTTTTTGATAATAAGTAAAAGTTGGTTTATTACGAGATTCATGTATTTTAGATAGTTTTGTCATTTCTTTTTCATAATTATCTGGATCCGCTAAAGCAGCTATACTTTCTTCAGTTACTGGATTAACTATAGTTCTCCAAATTCTAGTTGCAATATTAAGATTATTACCATATTTTTTTCCATATTTTTGCACAGATTCAGTTTTATCATATCTAGTTCTAATTGGTATCCACTTATACGCTTCTTCCATATCTTTTTTCAAATTATCATACACAAATTCTACGACTGTATTATCTGTAATAACATTTCCTTCAACATCTAAAGCTTCATCGTTTGTTAAATATATATTTGCTTTTTGTTCAATACCAGATACTTTAAAAGGAATTGGAAGTTCCTGACCGGATTTTATTAATCCAACATATAATCCACATATTTTATATGGTTTTCCTTCTCCTCTTACTACAGAATTATCATAATATATTGCTTCAGCACCCATTGCATCTTTGTTAAATTTAATATAAAAATCAATAGAATTTTGTGCAGGTGGTTTCCATTTATATTCCATTGGAATTGAATCTAATTCTCCTGGACTAGCTTTTATCATATAAGGCGTATTAATTGGTGTATAAATAATACCATCTAGTTTATACGGTGTTAATTGATCATAAACGCAAAGTTTCCATAATAAATCGGCATACATGAATACTTCGCTGGGATCAATTCCATAAGGAACAAAATAAAGTTTACGCGAAACAAAAAATCCATTATGGTTATTTAGTTTTTTATTAAAATTTTTCCAATATGATTTGATTTCATTTGTATAATATTTTTTTATTTCATCCAATTCAATATTATTATGTTTATCAGTGTATTCATTAAACACTATGAGATTACCAAATGCTTTATCAATAATAGTATCTAAAACTTTTATTCTATGTGTTAATGTATAATTATTTGCGTATCTGTAATCTATATCATCATAATAAACCACATCAAATGCCATAAAAATGTATTTTCCGTTAATATTAATTAATTCTCCATCAATAATCATATTTAAAAATTGGTTTTTTAACGGATCCATATTTAATTTCTTAACAACCAAATTAGTGGATAATAAATAAATTCCCAACGAAGTACTAAATAAAAAATATCTTTCACCATCAGCTTTATCGGTTACCGCGTATTTATTGGGAATAAATTTAACAATATGCTGAGATTCAATAGATACAACATTTCTACTATCCAGATGATTTGAAGATTTAACACCTAATAATTTTTGATATTCAGAAATGATTTGTTTTCCTTCACTATTACTAATTGGATTATCAGTATTTTGCACAACGGAAACTATATCATATATTTTATCTAGCACTAAATCAAGATTAATTTTTTTATTATTGGTAAATTCCATCTCGATTTCATAATTAGAATTTTTTTTAGATAATTCCCATATATTGGGTGTTTCTTTAACATCAGTTATGTCTATTCTAACATCATTGTCTAAAGTAAAACTATACCGGTCTTTGTATCGATATAATAATTTTTCTCTTCCGGATAATTCTGGGAGAGTTCTTGATTTTGTTATAGGTATTTCTTCTGTCGTCTTTGCAATCATATTAATATCTTCCACAACTAATCTGTCCGCATTACCTCGATTTTTTAACATAATTTCTGTATTTTCATCCGAATCAATAGACATAATATATTTGATGATCTCCAAATATTTTAATTTTGAGTATTTTGACAGAAAATTGTTGATTTTTTCATCATTCAATAAACTAACTCTGTATACATTACCATCAGAATATATCATGGATATATCAAGCGAAACAGTATGATTAATATCATTAGATAAATTAACATAATGCTCACTAATTCGAATATAATCAGTATAATTTATTTTACGAAAAGATATTTCGAATTCGATATTTTTATTTTTCTTAAAATAATTTATCATATTATCAATTCTGGAAATATTATCATCCCCAATAATATTTTGGATAATATCTATATTTCTTTTCGTTACCATATCGTAATATATAATATATGATATTTTAATTTCTATACCAATTATCAAGACAATATTTATTGATAACCTATTATTATTTCAATTATTCTTGAAATAATAACTAATCATCTAATATTTAATTTTGCGTTTTTTTGTCAATTTGAATATTATTGAATTTATAATGTTATCTTTATATAAGCTAAAATGGGTACTATAATGAAATACAATAATATTCGTACAATAAATCTCAATAAAATACGGCCACAAAATATACATACGAATATATCCAATAAATCCATTAAACCATATTTTGAGAATTTAGAAGAAAAAATAGTTGATTATATTTCTAATGCTAAGTATATAGTTGGTTGTGCTGCCTGGTTGACCAGCGATAATGTTATGAATGCATTGGATAAAACTTGTGGCTGTAAAATAATTGTCAATAAAGAAGAATTTTTAAATTCTAATATGGAAATAAGTGACAGACCATATTATAAGTCACTACGCAATAAATATCATAATTTACCTGATATATTTAATGTTAATTGTATTTGTTGTAATAATAAAATATTAAAATGTAATAATTTTAATAATATATTTGGTGATTTAAATCACACGGATAAAAAAGGAGCAATATTAACATGTGGCGTAGTTAATAACATGTCAAAAATGCATCATAAATTTTTAATATTTTTTGATGAAAAAATGAAACCATATGGTGTCTGGACAGGTTCTTATAATTTATCAAAAACTAGTAATTATTCTTTGGAAAATGCATTATATATAACAGATATGGATGTTATAATGGAATATATCAAAGAATTTAAGGTTATATATAATTACTCAGAACCACATGAATGGAAATCTGGTATTTTATGTAAACCTCAACAATAGTTATTAAACCACATTGTTATAATCATATTTTCATAGTATGATTTGGTTATAATCTCTTGTAGACTTGTAAATTCTTTCATTTTAACAATATCATTATCTTTTTGTTGTTTAATATTAAAAAATCTTTTAAATACGTCCAAACTGACTTGATATATTTCAATATTTCTTTTGGGAAATTCAATACCATTTAATTTATTAAATATTACATTAATAATATTATCATTGAAAACATGACTTATTTTTTTAAAATGTTTGGTCAATCTATCTTGATTAATTTGTATATTTATTGATGTAATATATTTTTGACAAATATTATAAATTTTGACATAAATATTGAAATCCATTTGAAATTCGCGTAGTTTTTCAAAAATATTATCGTTATCTATTTGATTTCCATCCAAAGAATTAAACTGTATAGATACATATTTGGAATATTTAGGTACAACAAATGTTTTGATTAAATTATGTGATAAATCGATTAATTTTAAATTTGGCATTTTACCGAGTCTAGTGATATGATTATTATTGACAATTATTTTTTTTAATTTAGGTTGATCATTTATTAATTGTAAATTATTAAAAGATGCTGATAGATAAATTAATTCGGGATAAGTATCTAAATATAATAATTTATTATTGTTTGCCATCAATCTTAATAATTTGGACCAAATAGGTAATTTATCAATATTATTATCTTGAATACTTATTTCGATCAAATTAATTCCTCCATTTATTTTTGTTAATAAATTATTACTGCAATCAAGAATTTCTACGTTTGGACATAAATCAAGATTAATATTAGTGAGTTTGTTATCATTAATATATAATTGTTGACAATATGGTAAATTAAAATCAAATATAAAATTTGGATTATATGAACAATCCAAATACTTTATTTTTGAATTATTATAATTTTTACAATTTGTTATTTTATTGTAAGAAATATCAAGATAAACTATTTTGGGATAAAATGGAATATCATCAAGTTTGTTATTGGAACAAATTAATTTTTTTAAATGAGGTAAATATTTAGGATTGGGTAGATTTTTTAAACTATTATTGTTCAAAAATAATTTTTTTAGATACGTAAATTCTGGGTAAATATTTATGTCTATATATTTTAATCTTTGATATCCTAAATCAAAGTATTTTTCTTTTTCATCATAATATGTAGTATCAGTTTCAATATCATCATTGTCTGGATATCTATGTGATTTGGCATGCATAATTGTAATCAAATAATATTATAAAATTATAATATTATTTAATATTGTTAAATAATATTATAATCAGTTTATCATACTGATGTCATGAATTTTATTTTTGAAAAATATATTATATATATCAGTATAAACATCAATGGATATATTCCAAGACGCTAAATATAATAGCGAGTAACATGATAATTTTATAGGGGTAATACAAGTAATATCAGATAAATGTGTTAATATTTGTATGTAAATATTTTGTCGTGTTTGTTCGCTAATATTTTCTTCGAGAGAAATAATTGGCTCATAATTTCCATGAATATATGACATTGAATATATATTTTTGAATAAATTAAAATATGGATTTTTATGACCTTTGCACCAATAGAGGCTAATTTCCATTTTGGTAAAATCAAAAATGAGAAGATTTATTTCAAAAATATTTACCATATACTGTATTAAATCATGAGATATTTTACCTTCAGATAAATTACGGATTAATTCTTGATTAATTGCCTGTACCTTTTTTGTATTTTTAACTTTATCGATTTGAAAATTTCTATGTATTTTATGCCTGACAAATGTTTCAAGTAATAAATAATTTTTAATATGATCATCAAGATTGAGTTGATAAATATCTGGTCTCAATAAAACATTAAAACTATTTAAAAAAGATATATTAATAGCACTCAAATTTTTTTCCATGATATTTCTGATACCAAGTCTTTTGTAATTAGATCCCACATATGGTTTAACACAGTGTGGTAAAAATGAAAAATCTTGTGTTTCGTATGGCGATAATGGTATATATTCTGTAACCATATTTTCCATGATATTAAATTTATTTTTTTTTATTTTTTTTCCAACATTTTTAAATTGATCCACTTCTATTACAGTAGATAAAAAATTATTGTCATTTGTGATATGTCTAAAAATATCATGTAAATTAATATTAGTCATAGATAATGATAAATATTAATAATCAATAGATATTTATATAAATGTAAAAATTTCAATTTTATTGATTAAGAGACTCTTGATGGTGAGATTTTTTGGTGATTTTGGGACCGAATTTTTTATTTTGTTTCTTGGCAGAAAAACGAAGTTCCTCATATTCACTATCATCATCAAGAACCTTTTTAAGATTTCTTTGTTTAATAATATTTTTTTCATAATTACTTAGTTTATAAACTCTATCATTTTTTGACATATCATAATTGGGAACAATATCGACATCGACTTCAATATGTTTTTTCTTAATTTTATTTATTTTTCTTAAATATTTAGAAATATCATCCAATGTGTTATCACTTACAAGTGACAAATTTAAAAATACACCATTGGAATTTTGTGTATAAGAATTAGCGTCATCATTCATTAAAATCTTAAAAATTGCGACATAATCTTTGTCGTTTTTGAGATTTTCAATAGATTCAACAATATGTTTTCTATCATCGCGGCTATATTTTGATTTATTGAGATTCATGCTTATTCTATATATATAGTTAACATTTTAAAAATACGTTATATTACAAATATATAAAATATTATTTTTATCGCTTAAAAAATAATATTTGGTACTTGTTTATATTTTTTCTAATATATAATGGATTTGCGTTCTTAAAGGTATTGATTAATTTTATTAACAATATAATATGAATAATAGAAAAAAAGACGCGGATACACGTATTGATAATGATCAAGATGAAGATAAAGAGCTTAATTTTGGATCCGATACAAGTGAATATGATTTGGAAGAACATATGCTTGAAAATTACACATATCCTTCTCCTAGTCAAGATAATTTCCAAGAAGCCATATACACCAAGCGCGATTTTTACATACATTCAATTGCTCCCAGAAAAAAATTAACCAATTATGATGAAATTAAAGAATTCAGAGACGAAAAATGTGCAGGTACTTTTAAATTGAGTGAAACACAATCTTTGTTATCTAATTTTATTAATCCTAACACTCCATATCGTGGTGTATTAATATATCATGGTACGGGCGTAGGTAAAACTTGTGCAGCGGTAGCTATTGCTGAAAAATTTAAACCAATGGTGGAAAAATATGCCACTAAAATACATGTTTTAGTACCAGGACCACTTAATAAACAAAATTTTTTAAATGAAATAGTAAAATGTACTGGTGAAACATATACTAAAATATTTCAAGATAAAACAATAATATTGAACGAAGCAGAACGCAATAAAATTAGAAAAAATGCGCTAAATATTATTAATCAATACTATCGGGTTATGTCATATCGGTCTTTTTATAAAAAAGTTTTAGGCGAAAAAATAAGAGAAAAAGTTGTTACTGGTAACAAAGTTAAATTATCTAGTAAAAAAACAGAAACGGGTGAATATGAAAGAGATTTATCGATTGACAGAATATATAATTTGGATAATACTTTATTAATCATTGATGAAGCACATAATATCACGGGTAATGAATTTGGTAACGCTGTTAAAAAAATTATTGATTCTTCAAAAAATTTAAGAGTAATATTATTATCCGCTACACCAATGAAAAATTTAGCTGATAGTATTGTGGAATTAATTAATTATCTTCGTCCAAAAAATTCCCCAATGGAACGAGATAAAATTTTTACTAGTCAAAGAGGTAGTGAAATGGATTTTAAACCAGGTGGTCGCGATTATTTAAGAAAAATGTCAAGAGGATATGTATCTTTCTTGAGAGGTGCAGATCCACTGACTTTTGCTGAAAGAGTTGATATTGGTGAAATTCCACCAGGATTAGATTTTACAAAAGTTACGAGATGTTTTATGTTACCTTTCCAATTAGCTGTTTATGATCATGTAGTTGCAACCCAAGACGATAGTTTAGATAGAAATTCAGAAGCAGTTGCTAATTTTGTTTTTCCTGGACTACCTAAAGATAGAAATGATAAGGGTATACAAGGCTATTATGGTATTAAAGGTATAAACGAAGTCAAAAATCAACTTCGCAATAATTCTGAAGCGATCAATAGAAAATTAGCGAATACAATCTTATCCGAATACAATATAGATGATCCATTATCATTAATGTATTTAACAGATAATGGTAAATCATTGAGTGGAGATATTTTTCATGAAAAATATTTAAAACATTTTTCAATAAAATTTTACACATCTCTTCAAAAAATAAATACTAGTGTATATGGTAAACGCGGTGCAGGATTAATTTTTGTTTATTTGAGTTTGGTAAAAGTGGGTATTGGAATTTTTCAAGAAATTTTACAACGTAATGGATATTTAGAATTTCAAGAAAATTCTAATAATTATAATATTAGAAAAGACACCCGTTGTTATTTTTGTGAACATACATATGGAAATCATTCAAGAATTCCCGCAGATATTCCAGAACATGATTTTTATCCAGCCACTTATATTACTGTCACGGGAAAATCAGAGGATGATATAGAACAAATCCCTGAAGAAAAACATAGGATATTGAAAAATATATTTAATAACGTAGAAAATCGAGAAGGTAAATATATTAAAATTGTGGTTGGATCAAAAGTTATGAATGAAGGTATTACTCTTAGTAATATTAAGGAAATACATATACTTGATGTTCATTTTAATTTAGGAAGAGTAGATCAAGCTATTGGTCGAGGTATACGTTTTTGTACTCATTATAATATTATTAACCAGGATAATGCATTTCCAAAAGTCGAAGTTAATAAATATGTTGTTTCTATACGTGATGGTTTATCAACTGAGGAGCAACTTTATAAAAAAGCAGAATTAAAATATAAATTAATTAAACAAACTGAAAGAATTTTACAAGAAGAAGCAATTGATTGTCCTCTTAATATAAGTGGAAATATTTTTCCGGAAGAAATGGAAAGATATCGTAATTGTGGATCAAAAAATAATCCTTGTCCGGCAATATGTGGATATATGTCTTGTGAATATAAATGTGGTGACAAATTGTTAAATGCTAAATATTATGATCCCGAAAGAAATATTTACAAAAAAGTAGCCAAAAGTGATTTAGATTATACGACATACAATAATTCCCTCGCAAGTGACGAAATAAATTACTCCATAAACAAAATTAAAGAAATGTATAGGATAGGATATGTTTATACTTTGAGAGATATTCTTAAATATGTTAAAAAATCTTATCCTGTTGATAAACGAGATATGTTTGATGATTATTATGTATATCAAGCTGTTGATAATTTAATTCCAATAACTGGTAATGATTTTAATAATTTTACAGATACCATTATGGATAAATATAATCGTCCGGGATATTTAATATACAAAAATAAATATTACATATTTCAACCATTTGATCAAAACGAAGATTTACCCATGTATTATCGAAGAACTTACCAAGCTCCTATTTTTAATAAAATAAGTATAAAAGATTATGTGCAAAATACGGATGAATATACTAATTATGTGAAAACAAATCGTGAATATAGTGATGATGATGATGAAATAATTAATAAATATGATGTGCCTTATGACTTTGATTCGATTCAGGATTATTATGATGACAGAGAAGAATTTGAATTTGTCGGCATTATTGATAAAGAATCTAAAAAATCTAGTGGGAATAATGAAACTGTTGATGAATTTAAAATCAGAAAAAGACGTCCTAAAATTTTATCAAAAAAACGAGAAACAGGTATTCCATCATTCAAAGGAGCCGTTTGTAAAACTTCCAAAGATAAAAAATATTTAATATCTTTATCCAAAAAACTTAATATTCAAACCAATAACACAAATAGTCGTGTTGGTATTTGTGATTTAATTCGTGATAAATTATTTGATATGGAAAAATATACCACTGATGAATCAGGGAACAAAATGACTTATTTAATAGTACCTGCAAATCATCCAACAATACCATTTCCTCTTAATTTACAAGATAGAATGCAATATATCATTCAAGAAATCGAACGAGAAACAAGAACTTCTGTCAATCCCCAAGTGGAAATTATACAATCACAAGGAGATTTTGATGATATTGATTATTTTTATTATCGATTAATATTTAATAATATGAATAGATACGCTGATATTATGCGTTTATATGGCGGTGTACAAGAAAATGATAAGTGGATTATTATTATTAAATAGTTCTCTCAAATATAATCTAATCTACATTGTATAATTATGGGCAACGTCAATCGTATACCAATTAATATTTCAACTAATGATAAATGTATCACAGTTGGTGATAATATATATAATGGTTTACAGTTGGAATCTCAACCATGTAATAACGAATCTAACCAAATATATGATTATGATCCGATTACTCGAGAAATTAAATATGGAGATTGGTGTATTACTGCTGGAACTTCTGTGCCAGAATTACGTGATTGTGGAGGTGATGTTAATCAAAAATGGATTTTATTAAACGATAAAATTATATCTAATAATAATTCTTGTTTATCATTGGATAATATAACCCCAGTGTTACATGATTGTAATAATTCTTCCAATAAATTTTCATACAATATTGTTAATATATTATCGAATAATTCGCCAAGAATTATTCGAAATAATTTATCAATACCCGTTGGTTCTATACCAACTTGTCAAATTTCAATTTTACAACCAAAACAAATAGTTTTTGTAAACAGACTAGGAAAAAATATTGGTTTCACTACAAATACGGTCATTAGTAAAAATAGCCCTGAATTACAATGTATTGGTGATATAAAAAAAATAATATTAGGACCAATTTCTACATTAGTTGTATCATATATAGATTATGATAATATAAAACGTGATATTATTTTTAGAAATGGAACACTTGAACATGATCTAATATACGATTTAGATACTTCATTAAGTTCTGATTTTAAAAAATTAATATCAAATGTGACAGATTATCACATTATTAATGATTATTCTGTTAATATAGATAATACACAAATATTATCCAATGTACATGTTGAATCAGGTAGAATATTAATATCCAATTATTCAAATAATCCAAATAGTGCATCAACAATAAATATTAATTATTTTAACTCACCATCCACTAATATTAATATATCAAATAATGAAAGTCGTGATTATATTTTGGGTCCATATTCGGCTGCTTTACTTGGAGATCAATATTTATATAATTCGGGAAAATTACCTTTGTTGTATAGAGGTTTAAGAGGCGTTGTTGTGGCTCGTGGTATAACTAATGCGATGTTCGCCGCACCATTAAATAGTGGATATGCTATTTTTTCTACAGATTGTAATTTTTCTGGGAGTAAATCAATGGCTATAATAGGTGATTATAGTACTAAAATATCAAATAATAATAATTGGATAAGAAATACAGTTGTGCCTGATTCTAAATATACTAATCCATTAACACAATTAGGAGATAATAGTATTGCGTCTGTAGCAATTGGGCCATATACCAAAATAATATTATTCGCCAAAGATAATTACACGGGTAATAATAAAATAATCGAAAATAATAGTTCTAACCAATCCACTCACAATTTATGTAAAGATAATTATTCACAAATAACATCTTCAATAAGAATATCTTATTCAGAATCATATGTAGGTTATGGTCTTGAACCATATACTGGACAACAATATAAATATCAATCTTTTGTATCAAATTGTCAATCAAGTTCACAATATCGTACTTTGGAAAATTTTGAAAATTATGCATCAAATTCAAACAAATGGATATATATGCTGTTAATTTTATTTGTCATAATAATAATTATAGTTGTGATTGTTTTTCTTACCAGAAAAAAAAATATGTTTTGATGTAAATTTTGTTATATAATTCAAAATAGTATTGTATAACAAAAATTGATAAAAATAGTGTATTATTTATATATAAAATATAATCAATATAAATAATATAATATGGCACAAATAAGTCTTTATTTCCAGACACAATTAGAAAATAAAGTATCATTATTGCCGGATCAAATGAATAGTCAAATGGATACACATTTATTAAAAAATCTTGAATCGAAAGTAAAAGGTAAAGTTACTAAAGATGGTATTGTCTTGAAAATTAATCGATTAATAGATTATCAACCTGGGATAATTCCGGGTTCTAATTTTGCTGGCACGGCAGTTTATGATGTCAAATATGAATGTCTTATTTGTTCACCCACAAATAATCTTAATGTTATTTGTGTAGTTGAAAATATTGTCAAAGGATTTTTAATAGCAAAAAATGGTCCAGTTATTTTAATCGTGCAATACAATAATATTAATTCTGATAAATTTGGGATTGTTTCGGGAAATATTACTTACACAAGTAATAATACTCCAATACAGAAAGGAGATTATATTAAAGTATCAGTAATAAATATAAATAGTAATATTGATGAAAATAAAATAATGGCAATGTGTAAATTATTAGATCTGGCTACCAAAGATGAAATAACTACATTTGAAAATGATCAAATGTTGATACTTGATGGTGGTGAAAATGATTCACAAGAATTTATTTAATGAATCTAATTTAATGAATCTAAATTAATGAATCTAATTTAATGAATCTAAATTAATTTTTTAAGTTTAATTAAGTTTAAACTTAAAAAATTAAATCTAATATTAGATAAATCTATCTAAAATACTATGGAGTACGAAAGTAATCTCAGAAAAAAGGTAGTTTGCACGAACTGTGGTAAATTAGGACATGAATACAGGAGTTGTGCAGAACCTATAACTAGTTTTGGAATTATTAATATAAATATTGATCAAGATGATAATGAAAGTTTAATTATTAAAAACAGATTTTGTGCCAAAAAAAATACATTTTATAAAATCAAATCAAAAAGATATCCAGATATTAAATGCTATATTTCTGATAGCATTAATGATTTTGATGATAAAAATAATATTTATAAATTAGACAATGAAAAAATATCTTATTGTGACGAAGATGATATACATAAATTTTATTACTACAAAAATAAAATATTATTTATGATGGTGAGTAGAAAATTTTCTCTGGGTTTTATTGAATTTATTCGTGGAAAATATAATGTATCAGATGTTAATACTATAATTAATTTATTCGAGCAAATGTATGAAGATGAAATTAAATATATTAGGAAAAATCAATATGATAATATTTTGTATTATTTTTTGAATAGAAATAGTGAATCAAAAGAAATTGTTTTAAACAGAATATATGAGGGAAAATATTCCAATGAATATTGTGAAGCAAAAATTAAATTTAATATATTATCCGATCCATCATATGAAAAACATAATGATGTTCCATTTGATTTAAATTTTTACACCAAAAATATTAAACCTAAATGGAAAAAACCGGAATGGGGTTTTCCAAAAGGTCGGCGAGATAAACGTAGTGAAGAAAATTTAACATGTGCATGCAGAGAATTTGAAGAAGAAACTGGATACAAAAAAAATGAATATATAATTTTAAATAAAATAGAACCAATTGAAGAAAAATTAGTTGGAACAAACGGAGTAAATTATCGACACATCTATTATTTATCATTAAATAATAGTTCGAAATGTCAACTAACTGACTATGATTCATATGAAATAGGTGATATCAAGTGGTTCACATATGATGAAGCCATATCACAAATCAGACCATATCATATTGAGAAAAAAAAAATATTAACAAGAGTTTATTTATTTATTATGAGTTACCTAATACAAAATATGCATAATATATGATTATTGCTAATTTAATAATTATAATTATCTTGTGATATTATAAATGGCAGTAATTGTATTAGTTATTGTAATACTACTAATAATTTGTTATACATATTATTATTTATTTGTTCGAAAATTATATAATTCCAATCTAATAATAAAAGGAAATATTAATATTGATGCAGATAAATTAATGATTGTAGCTCATCCTGATGATGAAACAATATTTGGAGGAAGATATTTGATCGAAGATCATGGATGGAAAGTGGTTTGTATTACAAATGCTAGTTCTAAATCTAGTAATAGATTATCTCTAAAAAAATATGTCAGACATAAAGATTTTATTTATATTATGAATAAATTAAAGTGTCAATATGAAATATGGGATTACGAAGATAATCAATATAATGCAAATTGGAATAAAAATAAATTATTAGCTCAACTTGAGAATTTATTTTTGGATAAAAAATACAAAATAATTTTGACACATAATCTTGATGGAGAATATGGTCATATACAACATAAATATATCAGTAGACTAGTTCATGATATCAATCCAAAAAATTTACATGTATTTCATCTTGATGAAAATCAAATAAATCCTTATTATCAAAAAGTCATGGATTTATTGAAAATATATAGTTGTCAAAATAAAATTATAAGAAAATTAAATAAATATATACTTTATCAATCAATTAAAAAAGTTAATTAGTTATGATTATATGTGATTATATATTATATATAATCATATATAATCTAATAATGATACCAAAAATAATTCATCAAATATGGATACAAGGATACAATAGTATTCCAGATAATTTAAAACAATATCATTTAGGATGCAAAAGTATTAATGATAATTTTGAACATATTTTTTGGGACGAAGAAAAAATAAAAAAAATTATTTTGGATGAATTTGGTGAAAAATATTTAGATTTATACAATATTTATGAAATTCCAGCACAAAAAGCAGATTTTGCTAGATATGTAATTTTATATACTCATGGTGGTATATATTTAGATATGGATATGGTATGTAGAAAAAATTTAACACCATTTCTACAATATAATTTTTTTGTAACAGCACCAATATTTTATCAATATTCAAAAAGTATATTAAATGGAATTATTGGATGTGTCCCAAAACATCCATTTTTTCCTATTATGTTTGAAAAAATGTTTGAGAGACAACATATGAAAAATGATATTTTACAATCAACCGGAACTAAGCTTTTTTATGAATGCGCAATACAATATGCTAAAAATAATCCAAATCATGATATAATGTTAATTGATCGTAAATATTTACATCCATGTAGTATATATGATGATGATACATGTATTTATACATGTGATGATTGTTATGTAGCTCATACAGGGTATTCTTCATGGGTACCATATTATAAATATTATGGTCCTATTTTAAAAAAAATACCTTTGATTACAATTATTATATTGTTCATTATTATTATTATATTTGTTCTAAAAAAATAAACAATATGTTATGTCAGATTATTGATATAATAATGACATCAAAAATAATTCATCAAATATGGATACAAGGATATAGCAGCATACCTGATAATTTAAAAAAATATCATTTGGAATGTCAAAAAGTAAATAATAATTTTGAGCAAAAATTTTGGGACGAAAATAAAATAGTAAAACTGATTCATGATAAATTTGATCAAGAATATTTAGACCTGTACAATAGTTATACATTTCCTGCCCAAAAAGCAGATTTTGCTAGATATATTATTTTATATACTTATGGTGGTATATATTTAGATATGGATATGGTTTGTAAAAAAAATTTAGAACCATTTTTACAATATAATTTTTTTTTCACGCCTTATATTTTTTATAATTTTTTTAAAAGATATTTAAATGGTGTCATCGGTGCCAAGCCAAAACATCCAGTTTTTCTTAATATTTTTAAAAATATGTTTGAGAGAAGAAATATATTACATGATGTTACTAATTCAACTGGAACAGGATTGTTTTATCATTCTGTTATGGAATATGCTAATAATAATCCAAATAATGACATGGTTATGATTGATAGGAAATATTTACATCCATGTGATATATATAATAGTGATGATTGTACAAATACTTGTACAGATTGTTTCATAGTGCATCAAAGTTATTCTTCATGGTCACCTAGTTTAAGAATATTAAAATCGGTATTGAGACATAAGTATTGGATTTTAATTATAATTATTTTAATAATTGTATTATTAGTTATACGTAAATTGATATAAATCAGAATAATAATCATTATGAAAATCTTTAAATTGATCATTATCAATCATATGAGGCCAAAATAATTTAGATGGATAATTTTTTAATACACCACAATTATTTAATAAATCATGAACAAATTCACTACAAAATATTTTATCTTTGCTTGACAAGAAATTTGATATATTAACTGCTAAATTATGAGAGATACATATGTCTATAAATGCTACTGTTAATATAATGGATTTATGTTCGAAAGTCATATCTTTATATTTTTTAAGTTTATTAAAAATAGTTTTGTTAGGTATTTCTTGATTTATAAATTTGACAGCATACATTCCCTTATGATAATTACAATATTCTTTTAATAAAATATCTAAATCGATTATTCTTACCCCACCATCACCTTTTTTATTAAAATGAGATGTGTATTCATTTCCAGCATGTTCTTTACTGATACATTCAAGCACATATAATTTATTATTGTCTTTAATAATAATACCAACATGACCATATTCCGACCCTAATAATGTAGTTCTCGCATAATATTTTAATTCTTCAATAAAATTTTCATATTCTTTGCAAGAAAATAATATAATATCTCCTGTTTTTAATTTATTACGTATTTGATGATATTTATAAACTTTATTATTTACAAAATTTTTTTTGTATTTAAAATAAACATATAATAGTATTAATACCAATATTATTACAACAATTACAATTAATTTAATTATCATTATTATTATATTATATAATTTCACAATAATGACGAATATACATCAATTTATAATATTACATTGATTTATATTTAATAATGAATAACATTGAAGATGATTTTCATTCAAAAATTCAACATTTGGATATATTGTTTAAATATATCAAAAATAATAATTATAGTGAATTTGCTACATATATATCTGGTCTAAAACATGGTGAAGTTGATGTTAATTCTAAAGATGAGAACGGAAATTATTTAATTTTTTTTGCTATTATCATGAACAAACAAGATATTTTGAAAATATTAATAGAATATGGATCTAGACTTGATGTGTTTGACCCAGAAGGATATAGTGTAATGTATTATCCTATTAAATTTGGATATCATGAAATTATGGACATCTTACTAAAATCAGATCAGAAAATTATGGGTGTTTCTCTTGTTAATTTAAAAGATTTGAAAGGTACAGTACCATTATCTTATGCTATTAAATATAAAAATTTTGAAGCCATAAAGATATTATTAGAAAAAGGAGCAGATGCTAATTATAAAAATTCAGATAATATGAATGCATTACATTTGGCAGTTCTAAAAAAAGATATTGCTATCACTAAATTAATTATCAATCATATTAAAAATATAAATTCTCGAACAATACAAGGATCGTCTGCTTTACATTTTGCCTGCAGTTTTCAAATATTTGAAATTGTTAAAATATTATTGGAAAACGGCGCTGATCAAAATATTATTGAATTAGAATACGATTTTCAACCAATATTTTATTCTGTTATTCAAAACAATGTTGAGATTAGTAAAATATTAATAGATTATGGTGCTGATCCAAATTATCAAGATTATTTAGGTAATACTATTATTCATTACTGTATAATAGATGATCATATTGAAATTTTAGATTATATTATAACTAAATATAAAACAGAATGCAAAGATACAAATATTTTTATTGAAGATATTAATAGTAAACATAGAAATTTTAATCATAAAATTGATCCAAATATTGTTAATATTGACGGATTCACAATAATGCATTTATTATTATACAATTATAAAGAAGTCTATGATAAATATATTTATCAGTTAATACCATATGTTAATTTAAATTATCAAGATAATACTGGTAATACCATATTACATATATTAATAAAACAAAATATATGGAACAAATACATAAAATTTTTGAACATCAAAAAAATGAATATTTTTATAAAAAATAATGATGGTAAAACAGCATTAGATTTAGTTTCTGCGAATGATATGAATCAGTTTTTAAATGTAACAACAAATAGTTATTATAATTATTTAAAAAAATATAATCAAGGATGGCTAATTCAGTGGCAAAATGAATGTTCGAATGAAGTATCACAAGAAATAAATGAATCTAAATGTCGCGAATTAATACGTAATGATATTGTTAATGAAAAAATATCACTACCTATAAAAAAAAATAAAGCAAATATAACTATTATTCAAGATAAAATTGTGGATTTTAGCACATTTGCTGGATCATTATTGGATGTTATTGTAGGATTTAAATATTTGACCAAAAAATATCCAATGGCAACTTCTTTGTTTCATACTCAACAAGAAATATCAATAGAATTAAAAAGATATTATCAAACTCTTGGTATTCAAGAAAATATACATCAACATTTAATTCATTTCGAAATTAAATGGATCTATCAGAGAATTTTTACACCTCCAAATTTTGAAGATCTTTTTTTAAATGTATTGCGTTCCAAAAAATATAAATATATAATTATACCAATCAGTATTACATTATCAAATGGAAATCATTCCAATGGATTAATTTATGATATAGATAATTTGATTCTTGAAAGATTTGAACCACATGGTTCTGATTATCCTTATCGATTTAATTATAATCCTGATTTATTAGACGATATACTATATCGAAAGATATCTAGTATATTGATAACTATGTATGGGCGAAATACAAAATTAAAATATTATAAACCAAATCATTATTTACCTAAAATAGGTTTTCAAACTTTGGAAAATTCAGAAATTAGTATTAATAAAAATATTGGTGATCCTAATGGTTTTTGCACATTATGGACAATATGGTATTTTGATTATCGATTAAAATATAATACACAAAATCCCCATAAATTAGCTAATAATTTAATAAAACAAATCAAAATTAATAATTATTCTTTCAGAAATATCATTCGTAATTATTCTAAAAATATTACCGATTTAAGAGATGCTTATCTAAATAAAATTAATCGTAATATCAATGATTATCTTAATAATCGTTTTGCAATTAGAGAAACTGGCCAATTATTACAAATAATTTTAAACGATAAGGCTGTTTATAATATAAATTCATAAATATTAATTGTAATTAATATTTATAAATAAATCTCTCGTGAATCAATAATTTTAGTCATCAAAAATATTTTCTCTTGATATATCATTTTCAATATTATCTTGTATATTTATTTCTTTGGATGTATTTGAGTTAATATTTTTTAAATATTTTGCAATGTACAAAACTTCACTAAATTTTGGATTAGGTAAAGAAAGCATTTTTATGTAATCATCTAACTTATTTTCATCATAATTATTTTCTAAATTTGCAGAAGATTGTATATTTAGATCAGCTATTTCTTTGTCTAATTCTTCTATCATTTTTTTAGATTGGGTAATTAAACTTGAACACTCATAATCTTCCATTTTATTTTTATGTGACACACTAGAATTTGAACTGGCTTCAAGTTGTTCTATTTGAAGTAGCAAAGCTTCCAAATTATTATATTTGTCCTCCATTGTTGATAATATTATCATCAAAATTATTATTTATATTAGGATTTAATAAATCAATTTTTTTATTAAATGTATCCAAATTTTTAAATTCGTTCACTATATCATTCATTTTATTTAATTCTGTATTGGCTTTTTCAGGATTAGTTTGAAAATATGGATTTTGTTTTAATGAAAATTTTGTCATAGTATCAGTTTCATTTTTTATCAAAGTATTAAATACTAATTGAAAATGATCATCGTCAATCATTTTTTTCATAATATCTATTTCTATTTTAGATAGTTGAACTATTTTTTGTTTTAATTGGTTAGCAACTAATAATTTAAGTATTGTTAATTTTTCTATTGTGGTGTCATTTGATTTATTTATAGATCGAATATTATCAAAATCTATTCCGTATATTTTCATAGCATACATTGTCAGAGAATGTAATTTATTTTTTTTCGAAGTGATTATTTCTTGTAATATGTGCAAACATTTTTGATACGCATTATTAATTTTTTCTTTTTGTTTTTCTTGTTTTTCAATAATGCATTTAATAGCATCATCAGTACTATAAAAACAAATATTGGATAATAAAGATGATATTGGTTTTAAATTAGAATCTTTATAATCGGATGGCAGAACAGAAATAATATAGGGAAATTCTTTTCTATTGAGTAAATATTTGACAATAAGTCTTGTAGATAAATTGCAAACATCAATAGCAGTTAATTGATCTGTCAATAGATATATAACGTTTATATCATGATATTTTTTGAAATACTGTAAACCAGATATTAGTGTAAATTCAACACTTTCTCTATCTAATCTATATATATAGACATTTCCTGCATAGCCCCTAAAATTGTTTATAAAATCATTATTTGAATCATTGAAAACAATGATACCAATATTTTTAATATTATTTGGTAATTTAGTTTCATGAAACCTATTAATAATTTTTATGTATTTTTTAATGGTAGTTAAGGCAGTGTTATATTTACGATGAGTTCTTAAATATTTATCATAATTAAATTCTTTTTGAGTGTGTATATATTCGACATTTATAAATATATCACTAATATTATTATTTCCAATAACAAATTTACCTCCAACAATAATTTTATCTCCTATTGAGAGGTCTAATTGTAAATTATGTTTACATAATATTCTTTTTTTTTTATTATCGTTATCACATGTTTCTATTAAAAATTGGTTATTGTCTTTATTTATCTCGAATAATATACCAAAAAATTCGGTTGTTCCGGTGAAATAAAAGTCAATAAATTTATTAAATTTGTGATAAATTTCTGATAAATTTCTGGACATGATATTGTATATTATTAACTACTTTTTTAGATCGAAATATTATTATTATTGATAAATAAATCAATTTTTTTTGCGATAAAAATAATAAATAATAATAGCAATAATAATAATAACTAATATTATTAATGTATACCGAATATAATTATCTAGTGTATTATTTTCTTGTTTTACAGAATAAATTTTTTCATAGGCTTCAGGATAAGATAATAATTTTTTACCAGTATAAAAATTAACCACATTATGCATATCAATAGTCCAATTTATTAAATTTTTTTTAGAAGAAAGAGCATAATCATTTAAAGGATATTTATCAAAATGATCAGAATAATTATTTCTGCATTTTTTGCATGGTAAAGTGTATCTCAAACTTTCATAGTATTGATAATAATTTTGTTTATCCTCTTGACTTGGATTATCTGGATAACCCAACGCAACAGTATGAAACATTTTCCATCCCGCTTCTCCCCAATTCTTAGGTGACAAAGACATTATATATTATATATATAAATAAACAACATTAAATTATTTAAACAAAAATATATTTATGACTATTTGCAGAAAAAGCTATTTTTATTTTAGATTCGGTGATTTTGCAATGATCTAAATCATTTAAATTTTGTAAATATTGTATATTATTATTATTAATTTCTAACACTACCGGACAAGATAATGTATAATTATTTTTTGAATTAATTTTTAGTGTAGGTAATTGGTATTTATTGACTAGTTGATCATCAATACAATCAATTATGATTAATATTTTATTTAATTCTATACATTCACCTTGTAATAATTTTTGAATAATATGATTTTCAGGTTCAATATTATTGATTACCAACATATCAATTAGTTCATGTGTTAACCAAGTTAAAATTAAACCATTAAATTCATAATAAGGTATTATTGTGTCAAAATTAATATCCCATTGCGAAGTTAATGCTAAATCACGCGTTGTTTTACATTTATTGATATTGACAACAATTATTTTATTATTTCTAGATAATTCAACAATAAAATCATTATTAACATTATGATTCCATCTACAATATATATCAATAGGTATATAATCTTCCAACTCATTATCATAGATAACTGCTTCATCATCTATAATTTGAATTTTTCTGTAATTAATTGTTTTAATAATATCTTGTGATTTAATTATTTTATTTCCACAAGAAGTGGAAACTTTAATTTGTTTGGATATCAATACATTATTTTTGGTTATTTCATAATCAAATGGTAAACATACTAAACCACACAATTGTAATTGATGTTGTTGTGAATAAACATAATCACGAATAATTTTTTTTATTATTTTAACTGGAACAACAAACAAATATTTAGACATAATTGCAACTGTCAATCCTATTATTTTTTTTGACTTGAAAACGATTGATCCAGATAAATTGGTTGAATCATTTTTTGATAATCGGAATTTGTATAAATAATTTCTTGGAACAAAATTTTTATCAAATATACATGATTTTAAAAATTTTGTGTCATAAATGTGCATCTCAAATTCACGTTTATCTGTGTCTGAATTAAATTGTGGCATAATAATTTGATACAATTTATTTTTCTTGGGTAGAGTATAATAATTTAAATCATGTCCCACTAAATTATCATTATCTTGATAATCCAATATTTTTAGAATCATAATGTTAGATTCAATACTGTGTGATATTTTTGTTAAAATATGTCTTGTTACTTGACAAGATTCTTGATCATATGAATATCCAACTAAATTTTCACATGATATTAAATATTGTCTGGTTGTTATAATATATTTTTCTTGATAATAATCTATTACTAGTCCACATGTTTTATATACAGTATTATCTATACATGTATGCCATGGAAAGTAATTATTATTATAACCATAGACAACCATAATGGTATTTATTATTGGATTTTTTATGTTCATATTTATGAGTGCGTATATATATGTATGTAACACGTTTCAAACGTTATGTTATATGTTTTGACATATAACATAACATTTAATAAGCGATTAAAGCTTCAATTTTTTATAATTATTGAAATCTAATCATAATTTATAAGTTTATCGCGAATTATTTTTGATATATATGGATCATCTAAAGTATCGAGATATTGTATTAAATATGGTATTTCAAAATATTTTCTATTTGTTTCAATTATTTTTGTGGTTTCCAAGATATTTGTACCAGGTTTTATAAAATCAAGTATATTATCCGAATCATATAATAAATAATAATAATACAATGGATTGATTTGAAAAACCCATTCTAATTTAACTGGTGATAAATAAATAATATTAGATTCATCACTTTTTGAATCAATTACGTGATAGATAAGATATGGAGTTTTAGATTTTATAAATGTTTTTTCTATTTTTATGTTTTTGGACCATGTACTAGGTGGGATAATTAGTCCATTATTTATTTTTAAATAATAATTTCCCTGATTTTTTACCAAATTGTTTGAATATGCTCGGATATAGGCTTCGTATATTTTGTCCCAAACAGAATACGGATAATTTAAATTTATACTTGGTAATAATAATACACGATTTGCCCATTCTAAAACATCAAATTCATTATCTTCATCATTTAATTTATATTTCAATTCATAATTAAACATCCAAGTTTTTTTAGATATCATAAATGAATTGTTCAAGTAATCAATCACAAAATCAATTATTTTTTCTGGATTTAATAAACGATTTTGAGCAATTATGGTTAAATGTTCTATTAAATTTGTGTTTGTTGTGATGGTTGAATAATCCATATTTAAATCATTAATATAATAATAATATTCATCTTCGACGTTAAGTTTTCCGGATTTATACATATTATCTATTAATAAAAATTGTTCAAATGGTATTTTTTTTCTACGCAAATATTCCATTTTATAATTTTTGAAATTGGAAAAAAGTGTTTCATTAATTTCGGTTAATATTGCTAAATTATATTGTTGCAAAACAGATTTTATATCATTCCATAATTTCCATAAAAAATAGATATCTCCTCCAAAAGTACTATTTATACCAAAAAATTTTAATGTTGTGGTTTTTGATTTTGATGGTATAATCCATTGATTTATATCAGCAGATACATTAATCATTAATAATAATGCTAGTATATCATTTTGGACATTATATGGTAAACCATAACTATACCATAATAAATTATTAATATTATTAGTTATGTCAAGAGAATATATTGATTGTATTTTGTTGATATTTGAAAAAAACATTGATTTAATGGTGGAAGTATATACGCTTGAAATAGTTCCACTATAAAATTCAGCAACCAAATTAGCTGAATTATCATCGATATTGGTATACTGTATTGACTGATTAATTTGGTTCATAGGTATATCTACCACTAATAATTGAGATTTAGCATCATTAATAGCCAAATGATATTTTAATAAAGAAAAATTTTGATAATTAATTTTTTTTATATCATTAAAATTTCTAATATTATTGGCTGTTAATAAATAATAATAATATGCATCAGATACAGATTGATTAAAATTCAGTGAAGAAAATTTACCGGTATATAAATTTCTTGTTATTACATTTTCATCAGGATGAATAATATAAAAAACTAATTGTTGATCCTCGAGTATATAATCGTCATATCCAGTATAAGCTCGGGAATAAAATTCATCATTCATTTGATAATCATAATCATCGTGATTATTACGCATATATTCTATTAAATTATTTTCAAAATAATTTCCAATATATTTGACATTATCTGTTTTGCCGTAATAAGTATAAAATTGAGTTAGATTTTTTAGATCTGAAACATAGGTATATCTATTTTTTATAATATCCATGTATGGATTTGGATTTTTTAGAATTTCATATAAAAAATTTGATTGATTTGATCTGGTGTAATATTGTTTAAATTTTTGTAAATTTTTAATGGAATTAATATCATTTTCTGGCGTAACAATATGACTATCTTTGGGATTAGATTTTAAAAACTTTACTACAAGATCTCTAACATTTGAATCTGCTATTTTATACGCTGTTTTATTATTTATGATTTTTTCTTCATCATACATATGATAAACTTCACCAGAGGCCAATCTACCAACACGACCTCTGCGTTGTGTGGCACTTGAATATGAAATTGGTACAGTTAATGTTTTTGATATTGATTCAAGTGGATCAAATACAACAACTTTATTATATCCAGTATCAATGACATATTTTAAATTAGTTAATGTGATAGATGCTTCAGCAACATTAGTGGCAATAATAACAGCTCTAGTATATGTACCTGGAGGTACTCTTCTCGTTATATCTTTTTCTTCTAATTCAACATCTTCTTTGTATCTAGTATAAGTTGATAATGTTTCATGAATTTTAACAATAAAAGTTTTCATTTCTTCACTCAATTCACTATAATATCCTAAAGCAATAACATTTGAAGAAGTTTTAGAATTTATCCCGCGTATTGCTTTACGAATATCGGCTTGTCCAGTCATAAATAATAATATATCTCCTTGCGTAGTTGTATTTGCTATTTCAATTGTTTTATTAATACCATACTGAACAAAATTACTAGTATTAATGATACTGGATTCTGCTTTAGTGAGATAATGATCTTTAATAATAAATTGTGTGGTCGCTCCAGGTGGACTGATATGTATTCTTCTATCCATGTTCGCACGATCTAGTATATTTGTTTCAATATAAGAAGATACAGGATATGCTCGATTGTCGTTAATATTACGATAATATCTCCTATATATAGGTTCATCATCATCCATAGTAGCACTGACAATAACCAGTTTAATACTATTATTCATGTAAACAATATCTCGGGCTAAAGTTAATATCATGTCCATATTTGCATTATGCTCATGAGCTTCATCAATAATCAATATATCATAAATATTTTCGCTGGTGAAATTTTTTACCCATTCAGCTACATTACCATCTGCATCAATAGCTGTATTATTTGGCCTTGATTTAGTCATAAAAGGTGCATTAACCATTTCTTCTAATAAAGTACCATCTGTTACTATTCTCAAAAAAGAATTAGAATTTCTATCGAGATGTTGTTCTTTTTTATGTTTAAATTGAACTTCATATCTATTAGAAAAAATATTTTTTTCATACAAGCCACTGTATATTCTTAACTGTACACCTAATTCACGAGATATAGTTTCTGCATTTCCTACAGTGGGTGGAACACGAGGTTGTGTACAAATAATTTTTCCATTAGCATTATAATCTATCATTTTTTGACTATACATAAGTAATTTTGGTACTTGTGTTGATTTACCCACGCCTGTGGCACCAGTGATATACATTACTCTATTATTTGCATAATGATGATAAAAATTAATTTGACTAACCCAATTCATAGCATAGGTAAATGTCCAAATTTGATCTGAAGTCAAAAAATCGAAATATGGTTTAGAATAATTATCAGTTTTAGAGTATTTGGGTGAATAAACGGGAGGTAATTCATTATATGGGGCACAAGTAATATAATAATAAGCATTATTCAAATAATCCTCGAGTTTATTACCGGATAGATATTGTTTTTTTATTTGTTGATACTTATAATTGGTTTTTTTTCTATCATCGTCGCTATTTACTAATGATTCTATAATACTGTTATCTGTTATGGTAGCATTGGGTTTAAAATCTGATAATAATCCATGATATATCATAGATTCAAAAATAATGCTGATAATATTTTTTCTTATGGAATTGTATATATCATAATTTATTTGAGGCAACTGTTCTTCAGAAATATTTGGATAAATTTTACGAAGATATTTATTAATATTAAACCAATTATTTTTTGACCAATTATTCGTATTATTAGGTATATCTAATATTCTAATTAATATCATCTCAATAAATTCTGGTTTCAAACTATTCCAATATTTAGGTATGGTCAAATATTCTGTTCGAGTTTTATTATAGTGTACCATTGATTTTGAAAAATTATACACATTTTTTGGAGTTATAAATATATCAGATGACGTATCTAAATATTCTCGATCGCTTGTCTTAATCATATAATAGTACCATGACTGCTTAAAAGCAGTTAGTTGATTGTACAAAAATAAATAAATTTCATCAACTGGTACATTTATCATTCCTTGGCGAGCATATCTAGTTGTTTCTGGTGTTACACGAATATCTTCCTCCATATCCTCAATTTCATCATCAGGATCTTGATTCAAAATTAATTTTCCTTGTCTAATTAATTTGGAAGAATTGACATGATATTTACTGAAAAAAAAATAAAAATGATGTAATATTGTACTATCAGTAATATTATTACTATTTAAAAATAAATTCCATTCTGATGCAAAAACATTAATTTCATCAGGAGATAATTGTGACCATAATTGTTCTTTCCAAATTATTTCAAAATCAAATTTTGTTTCCAAATATTTAATAAGTGTAATTGGTTTATTATTGATAATAATATCATAGATAAGCCATTTGTGATTTTTTATTTCATGGAATAAATGATTAGATATTACATTATATATGTCTTGAAAACTCAATCCTGAATTTGGATCAATATATGTACTCATCATCTTCACATTATTTGTACCACGTAAATTATTCATTTTTTTCATTGTGTCTACATATAATTTTGTTGTTTGATAACTTGTCATAGTTATTGGCAAAACATCAACCCAATTAATATATAATTTATTGCTGCAAGATTCAATACTCATCAATAACATTTGTAAATGATTTAAAAAATATTCCCGCATAAAAGGTCTATTATAAATAATAGTATCATTTCTTGATTTTCTTCTCACACATCTATTATATTGAGTATTAGTATAAACATAAACACCTCTTTCATCTTTCTGTAAAAATAAATCTGATAAATTTTTTAATTTATGTTTTTTATCATCTTCAGCATTATCATTTATAAATGGTAACATTATAGCCAATAATGCTCGAAGATCAAGTAATCTATTTTGTATCAATTGTTTCCATAATAGCGTATCTGATTTTTCAGGATTATCATCAAATCCAAATTTTAAATAAATCGTATTAATAACACTAACTATAGAATCTAATAATAATTGTTTATCATCGACATTCAAAACAGGAAATATCCAATTTATTAAATTATTTTTTATAAATCTATATTGATCATCATCTTTTTTTATCCATACTTGTCCATTATCTATTAATAAACTCCAATCAATATTTTCGATTATATTATTTGATACTGTTGTTGATGCCATGAATCATACTTTTTAACGAGAAAGTTTGTATTAATTACAAAACAAATTATTTAATTAAATAATTTATTTTTATTATTAATCAGATAGCTATACTTGAATTTTGTTTATAAAAAATTGAAAATATATTGCAAATTAATAAACATTGATATGTTTTGATGAATCAATGTCAAATAAAAAATTTAATCTGATAAAAGATAATTTATTTTCCGACTTGGTACTAATTTTAGAAAATTTTAATAGTAATGAAAAAATTACCATAAATGTTCATAAATGTATATTATATTATTCATGTGAATATTTTGCCATTATGTTATCTAATTTTCAAGAAAAAAATCAAAACGAAATAAAAATAAAAGTACCAAATATTCATGTTTGTTACGATATAATAATGTCATTTTATGGCGAGAAAATAAATTCTGCCAATTATCCTGAATGGAAACACTGTATTGAATCTTACAAATGTTTTGATTTTTTGGGTATGAAATTTGATAAAAACAAAATTTATAAATTAAAAATTCCTTCAGAGGGATTTGAATCATTATTAGATTTAATTGATTCCATGGAATATACATCAGAAACACTGGCTTTATTAATAGATAATATGCCGACTGATTATAATATTGTTAATTTACCTAAAGATTTATTGTTTGAAATGCAAAAATTATTAAAAACGCGCAATAATATTTCAGACAATATTATATCAGCAGATTATAATGGAACAATAAATATTTGGAATCCATTAAATGGTAATATAATTAAACATATGAAACATAGTAAAAATTTGTCATTTATTGATTTATATCCGATAAATAATCAAATGTTATCTTGTGGTGAACATACAGATATAATGAGGTGGAATTATATTACTGGTGAATTTATAAGTCGCATTAAACTTTCTAGCAAAAGTAAATCGGACAAATCTAATATATTATGTGCATGTTTTTTGAAAAAAAGTGAAAAAATAGCTATAGTAACTGAATCAGGAGTTGGTATATGGAATATTCAAGGAGGAAAATCACAAAAAATAAATATTAATATGGACAATATAATAAAAATACGATGTTCATCCAATGATAACTATATTGCTTGTTGTAATAAAGATGGTGTTATTAAAATATGGAATATCAAAGAAAATGAAATAAGTACAGTAATTGGTGGAAAAAATTATGATATTTGTTTTTCTTCTAACAATAAATATTTTGCATATTGTGATAAAAATATTCATATCTATAATATTATCGAAAAAACGTCCTTCTTTTTTGATACAGGTGAAAATATTAAATTGTATTCCATATGTTTTTCTCCAGATAATAAATACATTGCATATGGAAATAAAAAAGGTACCATAAAAATTCTAAATATCAAGATTAAAAGTATTGTTGAATTAAATAGTCATAATAATATTGTTTCAAGTTTATGTTATTCTCAAGATGGTAAATATCTTATTTCAGGAAGTTATGATCGAACCATAAAAATTTGGAATGCAATATCGGGTTGTCTTGTGAAAACTCTGGAAGGACATGCCGAAATTATAAAAAGTATTTGTGTCATACCACATTATGATACGAATTTAATAAAAAAATTGGAAAAATATTTAGATCAATAATAAGAAATAGTGTTGTTAAATTATACAATTATATTTTTCCCACAATAAAAATTTATTAATTACATAATTAATAAATTTTTATTTTAGTTCAATAAATTAGATATTTTTCTGGTTTGATAAATATCACGGGGATATTGACCAATTGCATTTGGTTTAGAAATGAAATTATACTTATCGATAACATAATTTATAACTTTATCATACTGTATTTTAGCGATAATATGCATAAACGTGTTACCATCATTATAAGACCAAATCATCATGTTTTCAAAATATTTAGGACATATATTAAATGATAGACTTAATATTTGAATAATATCATCTTGATTTAATACATTATTATTATTGGTAACTAAATCCAGCAAAGTAGATTCATTATTTTTACTAATAATATCATCCATTAATAATTCAAACCAAATAATATTATATATGCGATTTGATTCGGAATTATTACACAAATCAATAATAAATTTAATCCAATGTGTTGACATAAATGGCTTGATATTTGTATCCAAAATACATTTTTTTATCTCTAAATAATATGGTGTATTATTTTTTTTTATATTACCTAACTTGAATAATAGTGTCAAAAAATTAAATCCTTTTCTATCAACAATATCAAAATTATAATCTCTTGAAATAAGAGTATTAATTAATGACATAATATATTTTTTTTTTGGAGGAACATACCATTTTAAAAACATATAATGTACAAAAGTTTCGCCAGTATTATTAATATTATTAATATTTAAATCAATATCAGATTGTAATATTTTGATAATATTACGAATATCGTCAACAAAATAATATATAAATGTATTGCCTAAACTATTACACACATTGCCATCAATATAATTCTTAATACAAGGAAAAATATTAATAAAATCAGATTTAGATAATTTGAATATAATATTAGGTTGTAATAATAGTAATGCTTTTATAATTTTAATATTTGATTTGGATTTGATAATTTTTGGATGATTATCAATAATTTTAGAAATTTGTTTTTGATCAAAATCTTTAAAATGTGTTTTGTAATTGGATTTATTAAAATCTTGTTTGCATAACTTTATGAATTTATTAAAATCATCATTGTCGAAATTATTATTGATATTTGATATTTGATCATATCCTCGTATTTTATTCCAAATATTCATTTTCTATTATTAATAGATTCTTATCAATATTAATAAAATATGTCAAATTATCAATTTTTATTAAATTTATACAATATAATTAATTTTAAATTTGCAAAAAAATTGATTAATAATAAACAATTATATAAAATGACATCGTCAAAGTATATAATTTATGGACAATATTGTGTTACAATTAGAAAATCAAATAAAAAGAGATTTAGATAAACCTAAAATATATTCCAAGACATTATTGTCGAATAATATTAATCGGAAATTATTATCTTATCAAAAAAATCACGTAGTCAAATTAATTAACATATTGATTCAAAAATGGATAGCAATTGATACATCAGATACTGGTATTGGCAAAACATATATTGCTGCGGCAATATGTAGAGAATTAAATCGTAAACCTGTGGTAATTTGTCCAAAAACACTAATTTATAATTGGATATCTGTACTCGAATTTTATGGAGTTAAAGCGTATGATGTTGTTAATTATGAAACTATAAAAAATGGTAAAACATATAGTGATGGCAAGTTTAAAACCAGAAAAAAATCAAAATATATTGAAATTGCTGATAGAGATCCAGACGATCCATTAAACTCAGCATTTAATTGGCAACTTCCGGATGATGCTATTGTTATTTTTGATGAAGTGCATCGATGCAAGGATCCTCAGACAGAAAATGGTAAACTCTTAATATCTAGCAAAAATTTAATTCAAAAACATATTCCAGTATTATTATTGAGTGCTACCATATGTGAAGAATATTCCGATATGAAAATTCCATTTTATCTCATGAATTTTATTCCAAATACAAGAAATTTTAACCACTATATTAGAACCCTTAAAAATAAATATCCAAAATATCGTATTCATAAAAGTGATTATTCAAATACAGCAGATTGTCGAGCAGCCAAAGAAAATTCACAAGCTATGATTATACATGATGAAATAAAAGATTTTACGTCTAGAATAAGAATCAAAGATTTGGGCGATCAATTTCCATCTAATCAATGGTGTGCACAAGAATTTTTCACCGAAAATTCACAAGAAATTGCAGAAGCATATGCCGAAATTGCACAATTATTAGACGTTATTAAACAATGTGAAGATAATAGTGAATTTCATTTAGCGAAAATACAAAAATTAAAGCAACAAATCGAATTAAGAAAAGTACCTATTTTTATAGAACAATCAGAATTTTATCTAGAAGAAGGTAAATCTGTAATAATTTTCGTCAATTATCTGAACACTTTTGATGTTCTTTGTAAAGAACTGAATATTAAGTGTCAAATATATGGTAAACAAACTACAGAACAGCGCCAAGAAAGTATTGATTTATTTCAAAATAATCAAGAAAGAATAATTATTTGTCAAGTTGGAGCTGGTGGTACCGGATTGAGTTTACATGATCTTCATGGAAATCATCCAAGAGTTACTTTGATTAGTTTACCTGATTCTGCTTCTGGTTTAATACAAGCTCTTGGTCGAGCACCGAGAGCTCAAGCAAAAACGCCTGTTTTACAAAGAATTGTTATTGCTGCGAATGTTGATTATGAAAAACATATTATGAGATCAATAAATAAAAAATTGGCAAATATATCCGCCATTAATGATGGCGATATTGATGGTAATAAGTATGCCATTAATAAAGGATCTCGGAAAAAAAATAATAAATGAATGACAAATAAATAATAATTTCATTGTCTTATATTAATTTTTTAATATAAGATAATTAAATTAGATTTTACTAAAAATATAATCGATGTTTTTTAGATATATAAAGTATCTATATTATGTATATAGAAAGGTGCAATGCAAATTAATGACAAAACAATTATGATATTTGGGGGTTCTGGTTCATTAGGAAACAGATTAATCGAAACATATATAAATAATAATATAATAGTAAATTATTCGCGTGATGAAAGTAAACACTGGTCTATGGAATTAAAATATAAATCCGATAAACTTAAAAATATTATTGGTGATATTAGAGATTTTGAAAAAGTGCAACAATCTATTATGCGTATCAATCCTGATATTATTATTATAGCAGCTGCTCTTAAACATATTGATAGATGTGAATATGAAATTAATGAATGTTTGGATACCAATATTAAAGGTTTACAAAATGTGCTTAAAGTAACGGAAATAAATAGATCTAATCTTTCGAATTTGAAAGCAGTCTGTTTTGTATCTACTGATAAAGCATGTAGTCCAGTCAATTCTTACGGTATGTCCAAAGCAATTTGTGAAACATTAGTTGTTGAAAAATCCAAATATATTAAAGATATTAAATATGTTTGCGTCAGATATGGTAATGTTTTAAATTCAAGAGGATCAATTATTCCTATTTTAGAAAATAAAGGATCAGATCCCAATTGTGATCATTTTACATTGACACATACTTCTATGACCAGATTTATTATGACACTTGATGATAGCGTAAAATTAATTGAATATGCTATTATTAATGGCAATAGTGGAGAAATTGTTATTCCTAAATTAAATTCAATGTATATTAAGGATATGATCGAGTTATTTGCAGATAAATATAATAAACCAATCGTCATAACTGGTTTACGTTCGGGTGAGCGAATGTATGAATCACTTATAAATGATACGCAATCTATGAAAACTGTTCCCAAAGGAGATTATTATCATATACTTCCTACTTATGATCCTACTATTGTTACTGAAGAATTTTATGAATACAGCAGTAAACAAAATATTTTATCAAAACAAGAACTTGAAAATTATCTTAATCAGGTCAATCTATTATAATTAAATTAACGTATTAAATTAACATATTAAATTATATTAATTTAATGAAAAATCCAATAAATCTTGTATTTGTTTTTTTATTGGTGGAATTTCAATAAAAGATGGATGAATACTTATTAATGTTTTATTAACAATATCTGTTTTTTTTTCTTGAAGATCAATATTTAAGTTATATATTTCTGAAATGTATTCAATTAATTGATATTTATTAACAATATCAGGTGAATGTATGTGTCGAACACCATTCCAAAATATATTATTTTTAATCATTTGTTCTACAATTTTAGCTAATTGTAAACATGTTACACCATTCCAAAAATGATTAGTAAAACCGTAAATTGTTTTATTATTTTGACTTATTACCCATTCTAATAATGATTTTTTATTATATACTTCTTGTCCTATAATTGAAGTTCTTATTACACAACAATTTGTTGGTTCTCCGAGAGATTTGGATACGCCATATATATTAGTTTCATTATGATAATCATTTTCTGAATAATTACCTTTATTTCCATCGTATACACAATCGGTAGATACATGTATCATTTTAAATCCTAATTGATGACAACAATAAGATAACATATGAGGAAATAATGTATTGACTTTTATAAAAGTTCTAGATTCATTGATATCATTACGTTGAGGAATAACACCAACACAATTAATTACTAATACATCGTCTTTACTGGTTTGATAATTACTTAGCGTATTGGTTAGTTGTGGTAAATCTACATTCATTGCATCAATTATTTTACGATCAATTGATACTACTTCATGTGTTTTTTTCAAATAATTTAACATGTAATTTCCAAGCATACCATTTGGACCAAATATTATTATTTTCATGTTATATCGAATAATAATATAATATTATATTATTATAATGAAGATTGTAACTATTATAGGAACTCGTCCGGAAATTATACGTTTAGCATGTATAATAAATAAATTGGATAAAAATTATGAACATATTTTAGTTCACACGGGTCAAAATTGGAATAAACAATTATATGATGTATTTTTTGAAGAACTTGAAATAAGAAAACCTGATTACTATTTGAATATTGTAGGAAAAAATTTAGGCGAATCTATGGGAAATATTATATCTAAGAGTTATGATTTATTATTGGAATTGAAACCTGATGGAGTACTAATATTAGGAGATACTAATAGTGCATTATCTGCTATTTCAGCGAAAAGATTAAAAATACCAATTTTCCATATGGAAGCTGGTAATCGTTGTTTTGATCAATTGGTTCCTGAAGAAATTAATCGTAAATTAGTGGATCATATTAGTGATATTAATTTACCTTATACAGAACATAGTCGTCGAAATTTGATTAACGAAGGTTTTAGAACAGATCATATAGCAGTCACAGGATCACCTCTTGCGGAAGTTTATGAATTTTATAATAATAAAATAAATCAATCTAAAATACTGAATGAATTAAATCTCGAAAAAAATAAATTTATAGTTTGGAGTACACATCGTGAGGAAAATATTGATCATGCAGAAAATTGGATTAAAGTGATTGGTTGTATAAATGCTGTTTCCAAAAAATATCAAAATATGAAAATTATTATGTCAGTTCATCCACGTACTTTTAATAAAATTAGAGAATCAAATATAAAATTTCAAGATAATGTTATTTTATTAGAACCTTTTGGATTGCTTGATTATATTAAATTACTTAAAAATGCATTTTGTGTTGTATCAGATTCGGGTACAATTAGTGAAGAAGCATCAATATTAAAAATATCAGCTGTATCTTTTAGACATTGTACAGAAAGACCAGAAGCAATCGAAAAAGGAAATATTATACTGTCCAGTTTAGAAGTTGATAATTTATTGAATGCGATAAAAATTACTTCTAACTATAGTTTCGATAATCAAACGTGTCCATGTGACTATAAAGATATAAACGTGTCAGATAAAATAGTTAATATAATTGCTTCATATATTCCTGTCATTAATAAAGTTATTTATAAAAAATAATAATATAGTAAAATATATATATATGTCGAGGTTAAAATCTAATGATGAGCTCTATGAATTGGTTAAACATAATTTAACCAAAAATTTGCCCATAACTATAAATCGCGTAGGTGGTGTGGAATATACTTTTGCGCAATATTGTTATAATAATGGTTTTGGTCATCTTGCAAACATAAATGCTCATCTCAAAATGATGGCAAAACATCCTGGATATTTCGATAAAAATAATGATATCAATAACGCTAAATATTATATTGAATTATTTGTTGATGTCATGAAAAAAGCCAGTCATCATACTATTGCTAATGTTACTTTTACCAATTATGTAGAACCTCAAACAAATGATTATAAAAAAACATTATCTACTGCTTCACCATATTTTAAATTATTTAACGATCATGTTGATAGATGTTTTTCATATAACTTTTTTGAAAGTTTTTATAAATTTAATGAATGGTTTCCTCTTTTAGAAGGGAAAAAAGTATTGGTAATAAATCCTTTTAAAAATACTATTCTGCAACAATATCAAAAAAGAGATAAATTATTTACTCATTATTATAAAAATTTTAAATATCCAACTTTTAAAAGTTTGAATATTATAACCGTACCAATCACATTTAATGAAGGAAAATGTGATGGTTTTAAATATAATAATTGGGTCGAAGTAATAAAAGATGTCAAAAAACAAATGGATTCAATTGAATATGATATTGTACTTTTTAGTTGTGGAGTATATACCTATCCACTTATGAGCCATGTAATTGCAAAAGGAAAATCAGGTATTTATTTAGGAGGAGTGTTACAATTATATTTTGGTATTAAAGGAAGAAGATATGATACACCCTTTTTCACTAAATTCATGAACGAACATTGGATTAATCCAATTGATGATGATGTTGCTGAAGTTAAAGATAAAATAAAAAAATCAGGTGAAACTGAAGCATTTGGTGCATATTTTTAAATATATTTATTCATTAACAAATATATTTGAAATTATTCATAAACAAATTAATACGATTCAAATTCAGGTTTTATTTTATAACCAAATTTACGGAATACGCCAACTAAACAAGTCAATAATTCGTGTTTTTTATTTTTCATTACAGTTTTATCCACATCAATACATTTCAAATTTTGTAAATCTTTGAGACTTACATCTTTGATAGGAATTATATTACATAAATTTTCTCCTGTAATATTAAGCGCCGATAAATAATCATAAAATTTAATATCATCTGGAGTTAAAATAGTGTAACGTAATCTTATCCATGATACTGGCACACCGAGTGAATGCGCAAACACCATACCATGTAGTGTACTGGATATAATTTTACGGCATGAAAGAATTTTTTCTGCTATATCAGGTAAATTATCATTTAATATATCAATGATAAGTACTTTATCCTTACATTCGGGTGTGAGAATTGTTGGTGCATATTTAGCATCTACATAATGTAAAATAAGACCATAATCATATTTTGGAGTAACCTTAACATTTACTAATTTTTCGAGTAAAATTCCGGTATCACCCATTTTAATCGAATCAAAATTATTTACTAATGGTTTAACTTTTTCAAGAGTATGTGTGCCTCTTACTAAATAACATTCTTGGAGCTTATTTACTGTACGATTTTTAGTAATTACACCAGTTCCCAAAATAATGGTTCTTTCGTTACTATCGGATGCAATTGATCCTGTTAATTGGAATATATTACTCGAGTTCCACAAACTGGCTTTATTAATTTTAGCATCAATTAATTTTTCCAATAAAAATTTAGCGAAAATATCACCAGCGTTTTTATCATGGACATAATGTAAATTAATCTCACTATTATAACTCATTCCTTATTATTAGAAAAGATAATAATTTTTTTATATTATCTTTATTACCATTAAATTTTATTTATTAAAATAAATTGATAAACAAAATTTATTCAATAATGTCAACATAATCTCGATACGTTTGTTGTTTATTATGTTTTTTATTCAATTCTATTTTTTCTGGATCTATTTTGAGACTCTTATTCTCAAGAGAATTTGGATGTAATTTTATATATTTGTTAGAACCGTACACGTCTGTAACATGATTAATAATTTTTTTATTGACGCATCTAAATGTAAAATCTTCATGTTCATAACCGTAAACATAGGGATAAACTCTAAAATATCCAATTTGATCAATGACGCTTCTTGTGAATGTAATAAAACATCCAGATATACCACATTGTGGATTAACAATAACAGTATTATTATAATCTATATATTTTACATTTGGAGAAATGTTCATTGGCCAATAACACATATGTTGTAATCCAGTATTTTGTATATTTGAAACATAAAGTTGTTGCCAACCTTTATCATATAATATATCGTCATCTGCTAAAAATCCAATATCTATATTTTTATTTAATAAATTTTTGATACAAGTATTTTTCGCTTTAGCAATTCCACCATTTTTAGGTCTATAAATTATCTCAAAAACATCACTATACTTGTCCAAAATTGTTTTATGTTTAGCTGTACATTTGCCATCTACAACAATAATTACTATCACATTACCCATATTACGTTTTAAACTATTTAATGAATCATTGATGATTTGTATTCTTTTATCAGAAGTATTTTCATCACTATACGTAGTAACACCAATTCCTATCATAACATTGTCAATATTTTTATTGACAAAAACATATTTTTTAATATTTTTTGAGAAATTATTATTTAATGATGCATTTATATCGATTTTCTTATTTTTTATATTATTCAATAATTCTTCGTATACCTTTTTGTTTCCTGCAACTAATTTGGCATGTAAAGCTGGATCTTTAATGTGTGATACAGACCCACCTGCATGATACTGATGTATTCCAAATACATTTGTTTCTGGAATAACATTAACCGTTGTTATTAACTCGATTCTTTTTAAGAAATCATCATCGTCATACCACAAACCATCTTTATATAATTCATTAAAACCCTTTAATTTATCTATATTTTGTTTAAAAGTAGCTGATATGAAATGTAAAGGTCGATAATTATATTTGGGATGATTATACCATCCTTTCCATAAAATATATTCATTAGGGCTATAAATATTGTGTTTATTACATTGACGACCCTCTTTATTACCTATGGAATTCCAATGCTGAATTGCTTCATTTTCTAATTTGATATTTTTTAAATCTTCATATTTAGAAACATAATATTTCCAATCGAATGAAAAATCAGCATAATTTATTTTAGAAATAAAATTATTCATTACATTATCTCTTATTTCATGTGATTTTGAATTGACAAATATATTTTGAAGCTCAGTATTATATTTGAAATCTGGTGAAGCATAACAACTATATACAAAATATTGATCTACTGTTAAATTATTAACAGCATGTGATATAATATCTCCAACATGAAATATTTCTGGATTTTGTATAATAATAATATCTCCATCCGCTTGTAATAATCCAACATTATAAGCAACACAAGGATTAATCCAAGTTTTATTTTCTGGATTAATTCTAATTAGTTTAATAGGATAAGAATACCGATAAATAATATCTTCTAATCTATTTTCTTCGGTACTTGCATCATCAACAATAATGACATTAAAATTACTGTATGTAGTTTTTTGAATACTGTCTAATGTTGCAATTGTTTGTGGTTTTCTATTATGATATGCCATTACTATTGTAACTTTTTTAGTACCAACATTATTATTTCTAGATTTAATAACCTTATTTATTTTTTCTGTATGAACATTATTTGGTTGCTCCGATAATTTAGTTACTAATTTATAAGGTAATGATATTTCAGATTTTAATGCATTGTTCTCGAAAAAGATATGATTATTCTTCTTCTTACATAAATTCAAAATAATATTTTTATAAATGTATGGTATTTTAATGATTTGGTCATTAAAAGAAATATCATTTTGTGATGATATTAATATTTTGGTAAATTTATTATCAGTATATGTTGTATTTATTAAATTTAATATATTGGAATCAGGTATAATGTTCGAATAATAAATAAATATATCTATTTGATTATGTATTTTTGCAATAATTTCATATATTTTTGTTATATTGTTTTTTAGGTTGATAATATCTTGATATTTTTTAAAAAATCCAGAATCTTGAGTGAGAAAATATTTCATTGTTATTTCTTTTTTATACAAAATAGAATCAGTGTTCATGTATGTTCTTAATAAATATTCATAATCTTCACAACCATTGAGATTTTGATCATATAAACCAATTTTTTCAATAAAAGATCTTTTCCACATAAAAGAGGCTAAACCCCAAAAATTCCTCAAAATATCAAATATATTATTATAATTTTTATGAACATGTTGATTAATATTATTTGCTCTGTTTAAAATCCAGGAAGAATAAATGAAATCATAATTAGTATCATATAATACAGATAAATAATTATTATAATATTCATTATCATCTGATACCCAAGTTACATATTCACCAGAAGATAAACTTATTCCTCTATTAAGAGTATACGATATTCCCATATTTTTTTCATTGGCAAAAATTTTAAATCTTGGATCTTTTAAATTATCAATATATGATTTTTTTAAATTATATGTCGCCATATCTGACCCATCATCTATTGCAATGAATTCAAAATTTGTTATTTTTTGAGCTTTAAAATTATTGACTACTTTAACAAATCCCTTAAAACGATTATATGTTGGTAATATAACACTAATATTTGTTGGGTCAGATATTTTATTACGATAAATTACATTAGGAAAATTTGTATTTTGATTTGTTTCTAATTTTACGAATTTTCGAACATCCACCAATGCATTTACTTCATTTATAGGTGTATTAGGTATATTAATAGTATGCATTTTATTGACATTAAAATTATACATCTCTAGATATTTTCCTTTCAAATTATTAGATATAATTTCTATAGTAATCGGTTGATTATTTTTATTCAACATAATTTGAAAACTATTGAAACCATTTTTTATTAATATTTGACCATTAGGACTATAACTTCCCCTCCAATATATTTCTGCATTACACGAAGCCATAAAATTTATATTATATTTTTCAGATACGGATTCTATATTTTTTATAGCTATCATTGCAGTTGATGAACCATATTGTGAAGTCATACGAATATAATTGTTATACCTTTCTATGGATGCAAATCTGTTAGGTATAAAATTATTCAGAGTTATATCCTCTAGTTTAAGCATAGTATATACTGTATATATACATTATATTTTTTATCATGATTAATAATATAATACAAAAAAATAATAATAATAAGTGCATTAACTTATTATTAGTATAAATATACTAATAATAAATTATATATTTGTTCATGTATTATTTTTCTCCGGGCAACAATTTAGAACATTCATTTATTCAAATTAGCATCAATAAAATTATGTATATCATTTACAGTCATATTACCAGCGACTTTGGATTCTGTCATACCATCTTTATACAAAACCATCGTCGGATAACCTCTTACTCCAAATTTAGAAATTTGTTGTTGTAGCTCATTTTCATTTTTATCCATGTTGACATCACGAATTACAAGATTGGCATATTTTTCCTTGGCACTATCTCTAAATTTTTCCCAAGTGGGTAAAAATCTTCTGGATACTCCACACCAATCAGCCCAATAATTTACTAATACTGGTTTACTAGGATCGATATAATGACCTCCCATTTGATTGGTAAAATCATCATCATAATCATCATTATTATCATCAGTATCAAGATTATTGTTTTGTCTTTGATATCTTGAATAAATATTATCAGCCTGTTCAGTATCAAGATTATTTATGAATTCTGTAGTATTTGAATTGTTTGATTTACCTCCGGTCATAGTTTGAGGATTTTTAGCATTTTGAAAACTTGCTTCAGTATCTAGATTTGAAATTGAAATTTCATCAGCATTACCATTATTTCTAATTTTATATTTGATATTTTCACCTAAACCAGTATATTTAGTCATATTTGAATTATTTAAATTAGATTTTTGATTGGGTTTTTCATTGGATCTTTCATTGGATCTTTCGTGAAATTTATCATTTGATTTTTCGTGATATTTCATCATACAGTGATTAATTTTTTTTCTTATAATATCAAGTAAATTATCACTGATGCTTAATGCAATAAGATCATCTTCAGAAGCTTTATTATTTTGAGCAATTCGTATGTTTAATAAAGTATTTTCGCGAATTGCTTGACCATGTATTATACGCATATGCTTGTAAATTTCACTCGATGTAGAATCATTATTTTTATATTTTTCTAAAAATGAATCCTTCAAAGAATTTATTTTGTCCAAGTATACATTAAGTGGATTGTTTGTTATTATTGACATACTATTTTATATTAATTATAAAGATTTTTTATTATTTGGTAAATTCATTTAGTAATATTTGATTAATTTATCATTTACTAAAACTACTATACTAGTATAATATAAATATCATAATATACTATAAATGATACGTAACGATAATAATAAATTAACACTAAAATCAATCAATGGACGAAAATGTTTAACTAAATGTTACCCTAGTGGAAATACTTATTTTCATCCAATCCTTTTGACAGGAGTTACCGAAATGTCAAAAAATAGTTGTGCTATTGAACCAACACATAGTAAAGATCCATTATATTTAAGAGAAAATGATATAATTTATGCTGATACTTGTAATATTGAAGACAATGAAACACATATTTTACCAGATGAATTGGAAAGCGTTTTATTGAGTTTTTATTTTAATCCTGGTGATTTTTTATCAAGTATTTATGATTTACATACATTTGATGACGTTATTTATTGGACTCTAGAAAATGATTATTTACCATTTAATACTATCAAACGAATACATAATTGCGCATGGAAAGTATTTGGATCAAAAATAGAAAATTTATCAAGTACTGTTTTAGAATATTATTATGATATATCTAAAACTTATTGGCTCAAAGATTATTCTAAAATTTTAAAAAATGATATATCAATAAATTTTGTTGCAGATGATAATAAAGATTATTCAAATTCTAATAATGAATTTTATAATATTATGGAATCAAATATATACACATATGATTTTTTTATTAATATTGTTAAAAAATATATAAATCAAAATTTCCAACAATGGAATATCATAAAATCTCATTATGATAATTTAAAAAATTTTATTTTTACCGAAATAAAACAATATTTGAATGATCAAAATAAATAACAAAATATCAAACAAAATAAATTATTTTTATTATCTAGAGATATATGACTGATTTTACACTCACTCCAACAGATATGAAATATTTAAATTCAATACTTAAAGATCCTATAACTGGTGCTTGGATCGCACCCAGAATGAATTTTAATTTGGATATTATTAATCCTTACCAAGAAATTTATGAAATAGATAATGATAACCAATATCGCGAACGTATCATAAATTATATTTATATTTGTTTGACGGAAAAATGGTTATATAAAGAAAAAGTATTTGAATCTTTATTAAAATTTTTTAATGTACAAAAAACAAAAACACAAGGTATAATTTGTCTTATTGATAATTTAAATGACAAAATTGATTTGGAATCCAATCACAAATATAAAAAATACATTTTTATGTATATTGAAAAATTTTTTATCACGCATAATTTTGTTACGACTGTATTAAAAAATTATGTCAAAAATTCTAACATAAAATGGTATGATATTTGCCACAATAAAAATAACTTGAAAGGATTATTTGCATACAAATTAAAAAAAGTCATCGAATCTATGATAAATAAAAAGAAACAGGTCCAACAATAGTAATAAATAATTTAAAGAATGATTTATTTATTACTAATAAGTCAAACTTAAATGTCATCATCTGATAACAAAAAAGTATCAATATATGATATTTATTTTAATGAACAAGAAAAATATTCAAAAATTTATGGAGATAAAACCATAGTATTTATACAAATAGGCAAGTTTTATGAAGCTTATTGTAATAAAACAAAGGGTTATATTAATCTTGCTGAACTCGAGCCTTTATTGAATATTAAATATATTAGAAGAGATGGTAAAAATGATGATAATAATAAACCTAATCAATTTGGAATTAATTGTGTTGCCATATCTAAAAATTTAGCTACTCTAACTGAGAATGGTTATACTGTTGTATTATTTGATCAAAAAACGACAAATGGTGAAGATATTGAAAGAGAATGTGTTGGTGTATTTTCTCCTGGAACTTATTTATCGGATAGACAAATGCAAGATGCTAATTATTTATTATCAGTATACATTTCGGAAGAAAAACAACTTTCAGGTAAAAATTTAATGGCTATCGGATTAACTATTGTTGATGTAAGTACTGGAACAAGTATGGTTCATGAATTTTACAGCAACAAATTTGATGAAAGATTTGGACTTGATGAACTTGTTAGAATAATGCAAACATTTAGACCAACGGAAATAGTTGTTTATTATAAACCAATAGAAATAGACGATTCAACAATAAAGAGTATTAAATTGTATTTAGAATTGGAAAAATTTAGAAATAGTTATTTTTTTATTTACCATGATAAAAAATCTCAAGATAACATGAAATTACTCAATGATGATATGTTTAAAATTAACTTTCAAAATGATTATTTATCTTCTATTTTTGATCTGGGTACTCAACTAACTTTATCTAAAAATAAATCAGCTATTGAGGTACTTGATTTACAAAGAAGATCATATGCAACATTATCTCTTATGATAATGTTAAAATATATAGCCGAGCATAATGTATTGTTGTTAAAAAATTTATCTCATCCTGAAATATATTTATATGATAAGCATTTAATATTAGGAAATAATGCCATTGAGCAATTAAATATAATTGATTCAAATAATTTATCTTCTTACAATAAAAAAATAGAATCTGTATATGATGTTATTAATAAAACAACAACGCCTATGGGTAAAAGATTCTTAAAAGATAGTTTACTCAATCCATTATCACAAGATAACAAATATCTCATTATCAAAAGATATGATATTATTGATCATTTATTAAAAAATCAATTGTTCAAAAAAATTCAATCAGAATTAAAAAATATTTATGATATGGAAAGATTACATCGCAGAATGGCAATGGGAATTATTGTGCCATATGAATTTTATAGATTAGACACATTTTATCAAGCAACCAATAAAATTATTGGCTTGATCAAAGATAATAATAATATCAAAAATATATTAGGTGATTCAACTATTAAAGATTTTTTGTCTTATCAAATAAAATACAATCAAGAATACGATTTAGATAAATTACATAATTATAGTAATTTTATAGAAATTGATTCATCATTTTTTAAAATTGGCGTGCATCCGAATATCGATAAAATCCAAGAAAAAATAACTTATGTATTGTCTCTTATTCAATCTGTCAATGATTATTTGACAAAATTAATTGGATCAAAATGTAAAAAAATGGGAAACAAAGATATTCTTACAATGGAATCAAATGATCGTGAAGGATATTTTTTTACCATCAATAAATCCAACGAAAAAATTCTTAAACAAGAAATTGAAAAATGCCAAAATATCAAAATAGAATTATCAATTGGCAATACTCTTAAACTCAATAAACAAGACTTTGTTTTTAAACAATTACCAAAAGGACGAACTAAAATATTTGTTACTCCAATGGTTGAACATACTATTAATCTGTCAAAATATACAACTAGATTAACTAAACTAACCAAAAAACTATTTATAGAATCCATGGTTAATTATTATTCAAAAAATAAAATTATGATGCACAAAATATGTAAATTTATTGCGGAAATTGATTTTTTAACATCGGGTGCAATTGTTGCTGATCAATTTTATTATTGTAAACCTCAAATAGTCAGTCAAGAAAAATGTGCTAGTTATATCAAAGTAAAAGGTATTAGACATGCTATTGTTGAAAGACTATGTAATGAAACAGAATATGTTCCAAATGATATTGAATTAGGCAATGTTCCAGATAATGATCATAATTCAAATATTTCGGAAGATTTGAATACTGAGATTCCTCAATTAAAAACTGGGAAAAATGGTGTTGTATTATTCTCATTAAATTGGACCGGTAAATCGACACTAATGAAAGCCATCGGGATATCCATAATATTAGCTCAAATTGGATATTATGTACCGGCCCAGGAATTTATTTATGAGCCATATATGGCTTTGTATGCCAGAATAACAGGTAATGATAATATATTCAAAGGATTATCCAGTTTTGCACTAGAAATGACTGAATTGGATGCTATTTTAATGAGAACAGAATGTCAAGGAAAAAATACTCTTGTGATCGGTGATGAAGTTTGTCGAGGTACCGAAGATATATCTGGTCGCGCAATTGTTGCAAGTGCTTTAGTTAGTTTAAGTGAATGTAATAGTACATTTATATTTTCGAGTCATTTACATGATATACAAAATTTGGAAGAAATACAAGCTCTAAAAAACTTACGTTTCTTTCATTTGAGAGCAGAATATGATGAAGAAAATGATTGTATAATATTTGATAGAAAATTGATGCCAGGTTCTGGTCCGTCCGTTTATGGTTTAATGGTTGCTAAATATTTGGTCAAAAATGTCAAATTTATTAATCGAGCTGAAAAAATAAAAAAAAGATTGATGAATGAAACAAAAATTGATATTCCTACCAAAACATCAAACTATAATAAAAAATTATTGGTAAAGAAATGTTGTATTTGCGATTATTCACCTGTCAAAGAATATCATAAAGAATTAGAAAGTCATCATATTCATTTTCAACAAAATTGTTGGGAAAATGGTAAAATTAAAGAGAAGCCGTATCTTCACAAAAATAGATTATATAATCTTGTGGTATTATGTCGCAAATGTCATAATAAGGTTCATCAAGGCGAAATTATTATTAATGGTTATATCGATACTATTAATGGTCCAATGCTTGATTATCGAACAGATATAAATGTTAAAATTGTGAATAGTTTCAAAATGATAGATAATTTATCTAAACAATTTCTTGCTGAAAATATAAGAAATCCGATAAAAAATACTAAGCATCCTATGATCAAAACAAATATTAAAAAAACCCATAGTTTAAATTGTGAATGTTAATTAATTTATTTATAAATAAATCAATTAATTTTATCCAATTTAAGATTGTATAATTTCGTGATATGGAATTAGTCCCATTATTCTAATACGACAACATATCAAAGTATATCCATATTTCGTGAGTAATTTGGCACCTAAATCTTCTTTTTCTTTTTTTCCATATTTAGGATTATTCCTGATATTTTTAAGTTCTTCAAGATATTTGTCTAAATTATCACTTAATCGTCTACTACAGCTTGGACACTTGAGATATATTAACATATGAATATTATTTATAATAATAGTCTATATTTTATATACATTAATATTATTCAATTTTTTTTTCTAATTTTTTTATTTTATTTTTTAAGGAAGACACTTCACTTTGTATTAATTTTATTTTTTTGTCGTGTAAATTTATCTTTTTTGATGATTGAAGTTTAATGTTATATTTAAAATTTTTTTTATTATTTTCGTCACTGTTATTATTATTATTATTTTCAGGTTGTTTTGTATCCACAAAAATATTGGTGAAATATTTTAATCTTATTTGTCTAGCAAAAGTCCATGATAAACTATTTATATATTGATTACTATAATTACCAAAAAGTTGTCCATAAATTTTTTCATAATTATCGAGAACAGAATGACATTTTTTTATTATTTTATTGTAACTTGTAAATATGATAAAATTATTTATGGATCTATTGTATGAATTTGTTTCAGATAAAGTTGTATTTTCACTGATAACTAAAGTTTTATTATAAATCACGGGATAACATCTCATAACTTCTGTTATTGCATCACTATTATCAAAAGCATGTATATTTAAAACTATTTTGCATTGTTTTAATATTATATCTCTTTCTTGACCAAATAAATCAATAACAATCACTTTATATATTTTTTTTAATGCATTTATTATATTTCTTCTTCTTTCTGTCATAAAACCTGTGAATCCAATATCATATATTTTTTCATAATTTGTATTTACAACAATATTATTGTTATAAAATAATGGTACGCAAAAATGCTTTGGATTTTTGGTAAAATTAATATTTTGTTCAGAATAATCTATAACTCGAATACCTTTGGTCATGATATTCAAAAAATAATCCAATCTTCGAACAGAAAATTGATCTACATTTATTACGAAAATATTATATTCCGGTAATATTTGTTCTAAATCGTTTAAAATATCACATGGTACCAGAGAAACAAATATTATATTTTTACTTGTTTGTTTATCTAATTCTTCTTTATTAATATTATATGGTTGTAATTGAATAATTTTAGCGTTGTAATAAATTTCAAATGTTTGTATATACTCAATTAAATATTTTCGATTTCCCGGTGCGACATATACACTTGTTTCCATATATATAAGATAATATTAAAAATGTGTTATAATGCTATAAAAAAATACGTTTAATATCAATATAATATATATACTCATGGATGATTCTAATAGAATGAATATTTTATGCACAATGTGTTTAGATGATAAAAATATAAATGCATTAGTTGGAATTATATGTGATAATATCAAATTGAGTCAAAGATCTATTCCAAAATGCAAATCCATGATAAAAGATAACATGAAGAAAAATATATATAAATTGAACAGACCACCAAAAAATAAATATGAGTTAAAAGAATTAATTAAAATTTTGAATAAATTATGTGTAACAGATATTATGGAAACTATCACTAAAAAGTATCCAGAATCACATATTGATAAAAAAAAACATGTTGGTAAGGAACAAATGCGCAGAGAATTAGATGTATGGGGTAACAGACCTAATCATATACAAGATAGACCCTATATTAAACCGAGAAAAGAAGCAGTTAATGAAGAAGATAATTTTCATACAATGGAACCAAATGATATTGGATTATCAGGATCAAATGGTAATAATTATGCAGACGCATTTGGAAATCATTTAATAACAAATGTTTCGGTTGGTCAACAACAACCCGTTTTTAATAATCCACATGGACAAAAAGATTCATCGGAGATTGAAAAAAAATACCAACAACTTTTAAATGACAGAAATTATGGCGGTCATGGTCCACAAAAACCCGAAACACCAGATTTTACACTTGATGGTTCAGGAGAAAAGGTCAAACAACAAAAACTAATGAGGAAATTACAAGAACAAAATAATGGTATGGGTATGAATGGTATGAGTGGTATTGGAGGTATGGGTGGTATGGACGGAATTATGGGAAATATGAGTGGCATGGATAATATGGCTGGTATTAATATGGGAACACCAATTATACCACAGGGTAATATGGATGATGTTTATGCTTCTTTACTTGGAGCAGGAGCACCTTCACAAAATTCTAATATCCCATTTATGGGTATGGGTAATCCATTAATGCCAACATCGAGCACTAATATGAATGGCCAAAATAATATGGGTATGAATGGGATGAATATGAATGGGATGAATATGAATGGGATGAATATGAATGGGATGAATATGAATGGTATGAATGGGATGAATATGAATGGTATGAATATGAATGGGATGAGTGGGATGAATGGTATGAATATGGGTGGAATGAATGGTATGAATATGGGTGGAATGAATGGTATGAATAATGGAATGGGTTATATGGGTGCGATGGCTCAAAGCGAAAAAAGTATGCAATTACAATCAGATTATGAGAAAAAATTAGCAGAAAGGGCAATGATTGATTTAGAGACACATCAACCACAAAAAAATAATAGTATGCAAAATAATCAATACGGTACAAATAATGGAATGGGTATGAATAACGGAATAGGTATGGGTATGAATGGCGGAATGGGAATGAATGGCGGAATGGGAATGGGTATGAATAATGGAATGGGAATGGGTATGAATAATGGAATGGGAATGGGAGGAATGGGAATGGGTATGAATATGGGTGGAATGTGAATCTGAATGATCGAAATAAATATTTGATAAATTAGTTTGTATTGAATATAAATCAATATTGATATATTATAATATATCAATATGGATTATGCTAGGGAATTATATAATAGTTTATTATCTGATACCAATATTAATTATTTACTTGGTATAATTATTACTAATTTTAAAATTAGTAATAAAGCATCACAAAAATGCGCTAAAATTATTAAAAATTATTTGATATCATATTTTGATAATATTGATAGATATCCGCAAAATAATGAAGAATTATTACAGGCGATAAATTATTTAAATCAAAAATGTTATGATGAGTTTGTACAATATTTACATCAAAAATATCCCAATATGAATTTAATGAGAGTATCAAATAATCGGCAAGATAATATTAAATCATTAATCAGTGTTAATAATAATGAAACGTCAAATAAATTAATAGATACACCAGAATTAATTATTCTTTCAGAACGAGAAAAAAATGAATTATTACAAAAATATAAACCAAAACCTACAGCGGATGATTTTCTATCTTATTTAATGAATCCTGCCGTATTACAAATGTTTACTATGATAACAGGTCAAAATAAAAATTATCAGCATACATTGTCTAAACCAACAATTGTGTTTGATGAAATACTTGATGATCATCAAGTCCAAAATTTGATTAAATTATACAAATCTGAGAAAAATAATAATAATAACACTAATAACACTGATAAGAATATTGATGATATGACTAATAACAATAATAATGGTAATAATAATAGTGGTAGTAATAACAATAATAATAATAATAATGATAATAGTAATAGTAATGACAGTAATACTACTAATAATACTACTAATAATACTACTAATAATAAAAATATAACAATGTCTGATATTGACTTAATTGGCAAATCAGTGAGTAATTTAATTTCTAAAGATTTGGTACAAAGTGATTTACCAATATTAAGAGATGAAATGAATAAATTATCTTCTCTCAAAAATAAATATTTATCAGAAAATAATAAATCAGTAGTTGCACAAATAGATGATTTAATGAATCAAATTGGTGAGAAAGTAAAAAAATTTAGAGACAAATTAGAAACAGTTGCAAATGATAGCAAAAATAAAATTAATACAATAACTTCACACACATCACATTCCTCAAATACAGAAGAAAATGCTGATTATCTAAATTTGGAAATTGATCCAACTATTGATACTATTGATTTAAAAAATGATAATTATGGTGATCTAAAAAATATTAAAATAGAATTGAAAACGGATAAGAAAATCACAGATATTACTTTAATCAGTTATTTTTTACCAATAAATAACCATAATATCACTCGATTCAATAATAAATTTATTATTTATTTCAATAATAAAATCACAAAAATAACAATACCTCCAAACATATATACATTGGAAACATTATTTAAATATATAACTAGTCAAGCATCATATTTAAATTTTACGGTTGATAAAAATAACATAGTTACCATAAAAAATACAATGGATATGGATTTTGATTTGTTATGCGATAGAATTGAAGAGACAATTTTGCCAATGTTAGGTTTTCGTGATAAAATAAATAAATATAAAAATAAAACATCATATACAGCATCAACTGTATATAATTTAGATGCAAATCATGTGTATTTTTCATTATCAGGATCTGCCATGGAACCTTTTCATGCAGAATTAGACAAAGAAATTACATTGAATAAATCTATAAAAAAATCAAGATCGGGTATTATAATGAAACAAATAATTCTCAATTTCAAAAATAGCGTAGATCAATATTATGATTTTAATAAACCGTTCAAAATATGTCTTAAAATAACGTATTTATAAAAATATATTATTTTAATTACTGGGATCACATTTATCATGAATATTATATTTACTACTTTTATTACGGAAATAAACATTACGACAGGAGTTAATTTCTGGAAAAGTCAAAGGATTATTAATAATATTTTCAAAACTTTCTCCCGATAATTTTCTAATAATAAAATTACAAGAATAGACTCCACATTCAGAATTATCTTTCTGATAAGAACGGTTATTATATTTATAAATAATATTTTTACCTGTTTTTCTTTTATAAAAATCGGTAAATTTTTTTATGATTGTGTGTATATTGCCAATGGGTGGTTTTCCCGCTGAATCACAAAAATACAATTTACCATTATTAATATCAATAAACATAGAAACCCAATGAGATCCTGGTTCTCCCAAACGATCATGATTAAAAATTATTCCGAGATAATTAATACCTTGTTCAAAATATTGATTAAAATCAATGTTAAACAATGAACAAAATGAAATTTCATCACAATTTAATGGAACAGCACCTAAAAATTTAAAATTAGGATATTTTTTTTCATATTGTTTCATAATTTCATCAATATTTTTTGTACTTAACCATTCTTTAGAATTATTTGGACCATTAGTTCTAAATGTATATTCACTAATTTCGTCCCGCATTTCATCAACAATTTCATTCATAAATGCTTGTTGAGTCAAACATATATCATCGTTTTTACAAACAGTTTCAAATCTTTTTTTAAGTTCTTTCAACAAAAATGTTTTGTCTTGTTTGATAGGTATTAATATCGCATTTGTATATAGATTATTCATATTAGGTTTCAATTTTTCTTTTGTTATATGTCTATTATATGCTCCTGCCATTTCAACTAATTGCTCGAGTGTAAAACAAGTTTTATTACCACTATCATATTTTCTATTTGGCGCACATATACTCATTATTATATTATAGTATGAAAATAATTAATTATTTAGTCATTAACTAATTAATTATTAAATTTATTATTAGGATATTTATTATTTTGATATTTATTATTTGAGTATTTATTGTTATAATATTGATTTTTTTTCTTTTTTTCATTATATATAATTCTCCATTTAGTTGGTTCTTGATATAATGGTTTATAATTTGATTTTTTATTAACACTCAAATATTCTTTATTTATTTTGGAGAATATTTGATCAGAATTTTCTTTTCCAACTTCTTTTACATATTCCATAAGTTTATCCAATTTATCTGAATATTTTCTATAAAATAAAACATAATCCCAAAATTGTTCCAAAATTGGAATTTTAGATTCAAATAATTCTTTATCCACTTTTATTAACGAGCAGGATATTTGTGATAATCTCCAGTATATTATCCTATCAATAATATAATCATTAGATAAATCATGATAATGAAAATGCATTATTTCATTGGAAATCCATTTCTCAATTTCTTCATGGGACATATGTAGTCTTGGAGGATATATATATTTTGAATTATAAAGACATCTATTGGGATTTTCTATATTTATCATTTTTTTAGGTAATAATTGTATCAAACATCCTTTTTCTAAATTAGTTTTTTTTGACAGACCTGGAATTTTTGGATTAGAGTCCTGCACAAATTCTTCCCAAGAATCATATTCTTCTATTTTACATTGTAAAAAATCACATTCATCTAATTCTGTAACAAATAGTTGTGCTTGTACTTGTAAATAATAATAATGTGGACAGATATCTCCGTCTAAATCACCATGTGTTTCTATTTTTCTGGTTTTAGGGAATTTTATTTCCAATAATCTACCCACTAATTTAGTTAGTTTATTGTTTTGATAAGTTTTATTACTACATATTCCATCAGGACTAGCTGCTATCATTTTTTTTACACGATGTTGCAATAAACCATATTCTCCAACTTGTACATTATTACGATAAGAATAAAACATTGTTCCGATTTCTTCATATTTATTACCATGATGTACAAATTCATTTTCTACAAATGGCTTACCTTTTCCACATTTATCAAATAATAAATCAATTGGATAATCATATGGATCTTCATCGACGACTTTTGAAATAGCTGTGGCTGTTAGACATTCGTTTCTTTGATTTAACCAATCTTGGGATTTTTGTTCGTATTGAGGAATTTTTTTTATTTCCTCAACCCGTTCATATCTTCTAACATAAATAGTTTTTTTATATTCGTTATGCGCATAGTCATATTTGTGACTAATTAAATCCAATGAAGAATTTAACTCTATTTTATCATTAGTTGATTTTTCTTGACTATTATCAAAAAATAAATCATCATTTGTTAAATCAATAATATCTGGATCATCTTTATTATTAATTTCTTTTTTTTTCTTTATCTGATTATATTCCGAATCTTTATCATAAAGATAATGTTTTACATGTTTGAATTCTATCAACATATGCACAATTTTTTTGAGAGCATTTTTTTTTAAAGTTTTATGATATTGATATATTGTATTAGTAATAGTATCAACTATTATATCCAAATCTTTATCAGTAAATACATTATCACCAATTATATTAAATAGTATTCGATCTACCTCTTGATTGTAATAATTGATATTCATAATGTCTCAAAAACTGATATTTATTTATTTATTAATAAATAATTATCAAATTTTATTTATATAAATGTAAAAATTAAGCATCCCAATCTATCACATATATACCTTTTTTTTTGTTATAATCAAGACAACTCATTGAAGTAATCTCCATTTTTTCATAATCATATATTATTTCACTTTTATTTTTGTTAAATTTTTTTGATTTAAGACCCAAAATAATTTCTTTTATGAGTGATTCTTTATTATTTTCCATATCAGAATTAGTAATTTTTTTTTCATATGTCAATTTATTAATATATTCTTTAATTTTCATAATTTTATGAAATTCTTTGAGTTTATTCCATGGTTTTTTATAAACCATCGCATCCATATCTTTTCCATACTCGTCAAGATTCATCTTTTTCATTTCAGTTTGACTATTATCATAATAAGTTTTACTTGATTCATATCTATCACAACCAATTCGTTTTTTTAAATCAAATATATATTGATCCAAAGGATATTGATTAGCAAAATCACTTTTTAAATAAAATTCCAATTCTTTTTTAATGTCATTTGTTACTGTACTAATTCTATAATCATAATAATTAAAATTTGCCATGTTTATTTCAAATTATTATAAATATATACATTTATGTTTTATATTTGGTTTAAAAACATCAATTTTTTAACTAAATAATATCAATAGTATATGAATAATTTAATTCCCACACATAATTTTGGATTAAATGGTTCAAGTGATTTTAATAGCGCATTTAATCCATCACAACCAATATTATTTAATGGATACGATCCTAAAGGAATGTTTAATAATCATAATTTTGTTAATAGAAATGATATATTATACAATAATTTGAATAAAACACTAATTAATGAAGAAATACATGAATATTCAGTTATGATTGATAGTAAAGATAGAAATTATCAAAAATATACTGACCCATTTCAATATAAAGTTACTTTTAACCCTCTACATAAAACAACAGAATATATTGATGGTGTAAAAATTATTCACGAACAACCTAATCCAGTAATTAACGGTAAATTTGAAAAAGTTAGATATATTAAATTGGAACATGTTATTATGCCATTTTATACAGATGTTAAATTATCGCAAAACAAAATTGACGATGAAATTATTGAAAGATGGAAAATAAATACTAATAAACCATTGACTGATAATTTATACACTGTTCTTTCATTAGAAAATTATGGTGATGTCAATTACAAATCTACCAATGATGTTTTATCAGAAAGTTTTGCGACAATTTATTTCGATAAAAAAATAAATAATACACATTATTTAGGAAAAGCACAAAACGGAATTAAAATTTTTCCACAGGACCAACTGGCCAAAATTGATAAAATCGAAATAAAATTTTTAGATCCTTATGGTAATCCACTCACATGTCCTCACGTAGATAAATCAATTAAATCTGATATGATATGTGAATGCGAGGATCCCACAGGTGACGATTATACAGATTGTTTTAAACATAATTTATTTCATCCACTTAATCCTATATTCCAACATCATTTACATTTTAAAATAGGTGTTTTAGAACCCAGACTCAATAAATTAACATTTAATTAAATATATATTTATTGATTATTATTGACTATTAATATTTATGGATTGACAGTGGTTCCTATATTGGGTATACCTACTTCAATTGTCATTATGTATGTATCTTTATCCAATTTATTTGGAATACCATCAATTAAATTTATTTTTCCAATTGGATAATGTGTTTCATAATCATATACAATATTTGTTTTTTTATCATACCAATAATTACTCGATTTGGAATATTTTGGATTTTCTAAATCATTATTTATCAAATAAACAGCATTTATTTTTATGACTCTTATTCTTTCTACATGTGAATTTTTAGCATTTAATCCTGAATCATATTTAACATCATCTTTCATATCTTCCTTATATGCAGGACCAATATTTTTACCCATGACTGCATTTTCTGGAAATTGAAAACAATAATATGATTGTGACATCATATTATGCTCTTTGAATAATTCACAATCAATAGCAACTTCTTTCATTGCTCCCAAAAATGATTCAATTAAATTAGCTTTTGCTTTTGCTTGATCTTCAATATGTTGATCAGTCGTAATCCTAACAGTATCATCAGGATCTAATTGTGCTGGTTTAATAACTTTATAGCGATATATATTTACTACACGTTCAGACATTGGCAAATCTCTATGTGAGCATTGACGAATACCTCGTCCCATTACTTGTTGTATTCTAACTTCGGTCCAATAAGGTTCCATAATATGTTCTTGACGTATATTGAGAAGTTGAATACCTTCTGTTGCTGAAGGTGATAACATAATTATTTTACATTTATTACCATACACATTATTTTTATCATTAAACATATTTTTTATTTTAACACGATCAGCAGGATCAATACGTCCATGATATTCACAATAACCTAAATTTTCTTTTGAAATAGTAAAATCATTATATCCAGCCATTCTTAAATAAATTTTCATAACGTCAATTCCTTCCATAACTACATAATTAGTATATATCATCACTTTACCAGGTGATATATATGACATAAATACAATTGCTGTCATTTTTGGAGATGATTGATACATTTCAGTTACAAGTTTGGACTTGGGATAATCAGATTCATAATACTTTAAAAATTCTCCACTAAACGCAGAATTAAATCCTGTTTTGAAATCTTCCAAATCATTAAATATTGTCCTGCCTTGTTGTAGATCTTGTTTATGGATTGATTGAAAATATTTTTCTGTTTCTGTCAAAAAATATTCAATAGTTTTAGCATATCTTTTTAAAATTTCTTTTTCTTCGGTATTATCTGTAATATTTTTACCTTTTTCAAAATTATCTGCTGTTTTTTCATCGAGTCTAAATTTTCCAGGTCTTGGTCTGAGCTCGCCAGTTACATTACTATTAACATATGGAAAAACAAAATTACATGCTTGACGTGTATATGTTCGATATAATTGGGATTGTTTGCGGTTTCTTCTGGCTCTGGATTGAATTTCTGCTTCTATTTTTTCAAAAACACGATAAATAGTATATTGATATTCAGACATTGGTAAATTAATGTATTTAAGTTCTTGTCTAGCGTATAAATCTGGAGTCGCACCAATATAATATGAAACTAAACCCATGATACGCCTTTGAAACATATTTCGTTTTACAGGATTTAATATAGGATAATTAGATTCAGTAACAAAAGATTTATTAAAATCTGCTTCGGAGGAAGGTAATGACCCTGGTCTTAATAAATTAAATAATAAAGATAATTCAAATGGTGTATTAATACCAGGTGTGGCAGAAATAAGCACTATTTTAGTACGAGGATTTTCTCTTTTATCTTTCATAATATAATCATAAATATCTTGTGCTCTTCTTCCTATTTTGGAATTTATATTAGAATAAACATTCCTAATAAAATTATGCGCTTCATCCACGACATATACAATTGGTTTGGATAAATCTATTCCTTTCATGACTGCCAAAAAATCGCGATTCGCAAATGGAGAATCATAATGGACAAAATGTATACTTTTATATCTAGCTAATTTGGATACATTATCCACATTTTCTTCACTAGGATCTCTACCTAACCACGTTTTTAAATCTTTCATCCAAGGATCGTCTCGAAGTGATGCTTTGATCAATATAATAAAACTATAATTATGATCATAATTATATAAAACATTCATAATATTAATAGCAGTTGCTGTTTTACCTGAACCCAATCCATGATATAAAAGTATTGAATTATAAGGTGATTCTGGACCCAAATATTTACCAATAAATTCTTGATATTTTCTTAGTTCCAATTTAGTTTTAATACTACAAGGATCCTCGTTATCTTTTCTAATTATTTCTGGTAATTTATATTGTTTGAAATTATGTAAAATCCAAATTGGAAATATACGTCCATTATTCTTTAGATCTACGTATTTATTTTTTTCAGATTGAGAACTTGTTGCCATATTGTTATATTAATATCGAGAGATTAATAATTATTGTTTTCCAATATATAATATATTATATATTGGGAAGCAAATTTATATAGTGATTTATTTATGCTAATCTTTAAAACTATTTATGGGAGTTGTTAATGATTCTATTAATAATTCGCGATTTTTAATTTTGATGAGCTTATAATTAACATGTATTTCAGTACAACATGTTGAAAAATATATATCAATATCATAGTTTTTGATATAAACATCATAAATATTATCAGTTACAACTGTATTTGATGACCAATTTTTTAACATTATTGCTAATTGTGATTCTGATATATCTTCAATTATTTTTTTAAATACTTTAGTACATTTTTTTATTTTTTGTTCATTTTTTTTATTTTGATTTTTATTGAACATACCCACTTTTAGATTTTTAATTAATTTTTTCCTATTAATACAATAGTTTCCGGACAAATAATAATCAATTGTAGGTATATTCATTTCACACAAATTACTAATATTTTGATAATCCATAAATCCGTCTGCAATTTGTCTTGAAATATTTCTTACTTTAGAATTTGTTTCGTTATCATTTTCATAATATTTACATAAATTTTTTAAGCATTGGTAATAAGAATCATATCCAAATGATTTTATGGTTTTTACGTCATGTTTATGATTATATATATTTTTAAAAGTGTCTCCATATTCTTCCTTGGCTAAATACTCTAATTCTAATATATTAGGTGATCTTTTTGCTATGGCTGTTATTAAAGTTATTGGTAATCTAATTGATAAATGACTATTAGAATGATATATTATCATATGGAGCATTGATCCAATAGATTTCAATTCACTATCGGTAAATATTTCCATTTCTGAAATATTAAAACTAGTACGCATGCCATGATCAATTAAATATTTTTGTTTAAATATGTCTAATGCATCTTGCATAAAATGTATTTTGCATCCATTTCCATTACCTATATTTCCATTATTAATATAGGTAACTATTAAACCAGTATATAAACCAATAGATTCTGAATATATCAACAATTTATCAAAAGCATTATTTTTTTTGCTATTTGTATCAACTTGTATAGAAATATTTTCTTCATATTCAACATCTATTTTTTGTATTTGTTTCGTATTAATCAAATCATTTATTTCAAATATATTTATATCTTCACATAATTTTATTTCAAATAAATCAGATGCTATACCACCATCTTCATTTAAATAGTAATAATAATATTTATTTTTCGAAGTTATTACTAATGCCTGATCTGAATATTTAATATCTGTTATTTTTAAATTTATTTTTTGGCTATATAACATATATTCATTATGTTCACGATCAGATAATTTTTGTTCTAATTTAAATTTATCAGCATATTTATTTTTTTCCAGTTTATCACACGACAAATAATATAATTTATTATTGCTTATAAAATAAATGGATTTATTTATGCATACTAAATTTGTAATTTTATTTTCGTTCAAAAATATTCTCCTGCCACAACAAAAAAACATTTTTGATGACTCATTATTAATAACAAAAACTTTATGTCCATACAAAAAATATATAGCCATGTATGTAAATTTATCAGCATATTTTCCTTGGTAAATTTTGTCAAGAATATTTGATTTTTCTCTATAATGATTGTTTGTGTAAATTTTATTATCGATTTGACAATAAATATTAGGTTCATCGTGATAATTTTTTATTATTCTTATATTATCATGTTCCATATATTTTTTCAAATTCGCAATATTATCATAATATTTATAAATAATGTTTTCTTTTTTTATTATAATTGTAGACTCGCGGCATAATACATGAATGTCTGATATAGTGAATTCTATATCGGTGACAAAATAAATCCATTTTATTGATTTAGAATCAGCAATAAAATCGCTATTATTTGGAAAATAATGATCAAATATTACGTGATGATATTTACCTGATTTAAAATACATAAAATCAACAGAAAAATATATTTTTTCTATTTCAAAAGGAAATATCAATTGATAATATATATATGTAGTTCCATTTATAATTTTTTTTAGTAATACCCAGTTGCAACATATAAAACATATTGTTCCATTATCAATATAATGAGGATCAAACATATATATATTGCCATCCATTTGATAAAAAATAAATTTATCTGTAAGTAATATATCTATTACATTTTCTTGAAAAAGATCTATACCAGATTCCCCAATATTCGCAGAGCTTTTTAATTTTAGTATATTTCCATTATTTTTCAAATTATAATCAATATTTATTCCCATCAATTCAAGATCAATTTTTTTTTCATGTTCAAATTTACTATCATTATTTTTTTCTTTGCTATCATTAAATTCTAAATTTGGTATATATTCATAATCATAATCATAATCTTCAGTATTTTTATTTAAAATAGGATTCGAGGAACTAATACTATCACTATCACTATCACTATCATCACAACCATCATTATCACTATCATTATTATCATTATCATCACTCTCACTATCATCATCACTCTCACTATCATCATTATTATCATTATTATCATTATTATTATCATTATTATTATCATTATTATCATTATTATTATCATTATTATCATTATTATTGTTATCATTATCATTATCACCATTACTATCATTGTCATCATTATCATTGATATCATCATGGATATTGTTCGAAAAATTATTAATTATTCCGGTATAATTATTCGAAATTATATTTTTAGAAAAATATAATTTTCCATTTTTTGTGTGTATTACAATATAATTTAGTCTTGAATAAAATTTATTAATAGTATCGGATTCATCTAATATAATTCCCGTGTAAAAATATCCAGAAATATTATTTTTTAATTCTTCACGCGCAATACCAATACCCAATATTTTATGAACTGTGTGTCCAAATAAATATAACTTATTATTTGAGTCTACAATCAATACTCTAGAACCAGAAATATAAATATTTTTAATAGTATCCATTACAATATTGTAATAGATACTTGCTTAATAAATTGAATAAATTCAAAAAAATTTCAATTTTTTAAACTATTGTCTGGAATAGTTAATAAATTTATGATTTTTTCTATATTTTCTTGATTTGGATAAACATTAATAATTATTTCAGTATTACAAGTACTTATCAAATACTCAGGTTTTGATATATTCTGTATTTCTAAACGTGTTTCTTCTATTGGTTCTTCAGAGTTATTTATAGATTCATCTATAATATCATCTTGGTAAACGACTTGATGAATTACTCTGGGTCTTTTATAACCAAAAACAACATTTATTTTACCAAAATAATATTGACTACCTGTTAAATTTTGTGAAAAAATTGATACTTGCGGTACCGTAAGTTTACCAAACACTTCTAAAAATATATTTTTAAAATTGTGATACAGATCTATATCTATTTTATTATTTTTTACGGTAAAATTCAATGCCAATTCAAAATAATCTGTTGAAATCAATCTATTTATTAGATAAGGTAAATGACATAAGCGAATAAATTTATAATTTGGATTTCTTTCCAATAAATACATAAATCCTTTGGCTATATATTTATATAATTCAATAACATGTGACGAGAGATTAGATGATAAAATATATTCCATATAATCAATATCAATATCTAGTTCTTGTAATAATTCGGGATTGTTTTGATATTTAGTGTATTGTTCAATAAATAATTCATAATCAGCAGATTTAAATTTTCTTATTAATAATTCTGCATCATCGTTATTTTTATTTGATATTAGATAAAAAAAATATCCAGAAAGTTCATGAAAAGATTGTTTTCCGTCAGCATTACAAAAATATATTAATTGACCCAATTTAAAAGCTTGATCTAATGTGAATGTTTCCAAACCATTTTTTAGTAATTCGTCAATTTCCATACGCAAATTATTATAAATATGTCTTGTAACGCCATCTCCATAACTAATTACATTACCAATAGAATCAACTTGTTCGAACTGATAAGTATTATTATAATTTAATCTATAGATATTGGGTATTATTGAAATTAATTGCGTAATAGTTGATATTTGATTATTTAAATCAATCGTTAATTCAGTGTCATCTTTATATACATAAAAATTATCTATAGTTGAATAATCAATATTATCTTCATTAAAAGATATTTTATGAACATTATCATCGATGTGATAATAATCATTGTCATGTTTCAAAATATAAGTATTTTGATTTGTTTCAATTTTTATATTTGTAGATATATCCAAAACTATTGTTGTTACATATTGTTGTTCTACAAATTTCGTGGTATTGGTTGTTTTTGATGATATTAATTGTATTATGGGCTCAATAATATCTTGATATTTATTTTGAACATAATAACAAATTAAAAAATTATAAATTTTAAATAAACAATAACCTTTTTTTTGATAAATTTGGTTATTCACATATAGTGGTATTTCGGAATTTGTTAAACATTGAATATTATAATTTGTAACAGCAGATCGTGTATCAATATCAGTAGTATCTAATAAATAATGATTCGCAATTTTATCAAGATATATTGTTTTTAAATATGATATATTATATTCATCTAAACAAAAAACATCAACAATATTATTTTTATAGGCAAATAAAATATTTTCTATTAATTTAATATCATGATAAGATAAATGAGAATTTTGAATATATTGAGAATTGTGTCTAATTCTATTATTGATACAAATTCTGTTAATATCTGAATATTGATCATCATTACCAATATCAAAATTAATAAATATTTGACCCATTTCAAGAGTAATTACTATTTTATCATTTGAATTATACACCAATGCATCAATATTCATTGTAATCCATGAATTAAATGCTTGCTTAATTTTTATCAAATTTTCATCAAAAACACTAATAGTTCTATCATGATAAACCATATATGTACATTTATCGATCATAAAACATTGTTTTATATTTGATAATTTACATAAAAATGGATAATGTTCTTGTTCATCATGCAAATATAATATATCTCTTTTATCTAATATATATATATGATCGCTATCATCTAAAAAAATTTGTTTTATATTATTTTTAAATATAGAACTTGTGATACTCATGTCTAATATACCAAATAATGATATTTAAGGTTTAAATATCATTATAAAGATTTTATTATTATTAATATGGTAAATTTAATTATATGGTTTAATAAATTAAATAGATTGTAAATATTTAGTTTTTTCATTTATTTTTGAATTAATGGCATTATATACACTTTTTGAACATATATATTCTAAAAATCGACAATATGAATAATCATTATATCTCCAAAGATATTCAGGAACAGTGTTTAATCCGTTATAACTTGCGGGTATATCATTACAACTAATTTCCATAGTTTCTGGTGGAAATTTTTCAGTACCTCCCATTAATCCCACAAGAGTAGGATATAAATCACCAAATAATCTAATAAAATTATAAATGCATTGATCAACAGGTTTTGGAACTGGTTTAGTTGTTACAAATTCTGGAAGATCATCATTTATGGATTCAGAATCACTATAACCACCTTTTTCTGCAGTTAATATATCTTGTTGTTCTTGTAAACATCTAGGATCTAAATAATTTGTTTGTCTGACTAAACTTGCACCACGATATTTATCTAAATGTTTGTTTAATCTTTGTCTCTGTAAACGTTGAACATCACTATCACCAATATCAGTAATTATTGGTGTTAATTTACTATATCCAAATGTTATGAAAAGCATTTTTATTAAAGGAAATAAATAAGCAGATGTTAAAATCAATTCAGCTGAATCACTTTGCACAAGTATAGTGACTAATTCATTCGAGTCTAAATCATTAATAAAATTTTCACCCAATGCTTCGATATAATATTCTTGTTGCAATTTACTAAAATTCTCCCATTTCTGATATGTTAGAGAAGCAATTAGTTTAATAACAACATGTAATTTTTTTTTTGGTATCGCATTAATAATTCTTACCATTTCAATAAAAGAATCAAATATATTTGGATATTCAACAGATAACGATGATAAATTATTTTCCAAGTTATATAATCTCACACGCAACATAGCTGTTGACATTTTTGCGGAATCACATCCTAAAATCGAAGGATCAGTTTGGTCAATTATATCTTGTCCAATACTTTCTAACTCGCGGAAAGAATATGTGTAAGGTATGTCTGATGTATATGAGAAATTAGATCGTTTATTACCAATAATACCATTTGTATTGCGCGAATTAAGAATAGATAAAACTTTATTATATTGATTTACCGCAAATTGCCTATTTAGTAAACCTGAATCTTTAGATTCTTGATGTGAAAAATATATTTTAGATTTTGGTTTAGACTTGGATTTGGATAAACAATTTTTATAACATGCGGATGATTTTGATGTGTTATTATTTTTAGCATATTTAGCAATAATTTTAAAATTGGCTAATATATCATCATTCCATCCTAAACTATCTTGAGTCATGGAATAACTATATTTGTTAATATTATCATCAGGTCCTGATTTAACTAATCCACGTTCATATTTACCCTTATAATTGTTATACACTACCTTATTTGTACCAAGTGGATTTAAAACTGGCTTTAATGTTTTTCTAAGTAACAACTTGATTAATTCTTCAAATGTTAATTGTATATCACTGGATAATGATTTCATGATATCTGATATTATGGACATTATTAATACTATATTATGATGGTGAGATAATAATAAATAGGTTGGCCAATATAAGATATGGTAAACATTTTAGTACATGAGTATAATATTTAAAAATTTATATTAATGCAACATACACAATATATTTTATTAAATATATTATGTATATGTCTGATATATATATTAACAATGTAAAGCTTTACATAAAGCTTTATGTTTAGCGCTGGATTGTTTTTCTGGTTGTCTGTAATATACGACAGGATCAGATTGATGGTTATGATGATGATTATGATTATGATGATGATTATGATTATGATTATGATTATTTGATTGACGATCTACCCAATTAAAAGGATTTTCGTGTCCGAAAAAATTATTGTTATAATTTTTAGTGTTGAAACCAGGGAAACCAATAAAATTACCAGCATTAGATTGACAATGACAATTTGAGGGAGATCTATTAAAATTATCTGTAACGCGTCCGCGACTAGGTCTGTTCCATGAACCGTGAGTCATTTTATATATATAATTCTATACGAGATTATTTAATAAATATTGGCAGGAATTTTTATTAAATAGCTAGCATTTTTTTATGAATTTAATATCTTCCAGGTTTGGAATAAATTCTACCATTGGGTGAATAATTTTTATTGCGTGAATGTCTTGCCGGTCCATAAGGGCCATATCCTTCACCATTATATCCGTTATTACCATACCCATTACCATACCCATTATTATGTCCATTATTATGTCCATTATTATATCCATTATAATCGTTGTCATATTTATTAGGTTTGTGTGATTTTTTATGATTTTTTTGGACAGGATGAGCAATATTATCATTAAATTGTTTAATAGCATTACTACTTAATTTGTAGAAGAAAGCAATAGGAGTAGGTTTTGTAACACAATCAGTATGACATAATCCGAGTTCACCTAAATGATTGTCTCCAAGACCAAATATGCAACCATCAGCACCTAAGAATACAATTTGATTAGTGCTAATAGCAATATCACTAATTTTCCAGGCTTGACAAATTGATTTGACAATAGTTGGTGAATTTGAATTGACGAAACATTTCCATTGACCAGTGCTATAAACGTGATTAGATTGAGTAATATAGAATGTAACATATTTACCGGAGAATACTTTATTAACTTGACAATCGAAAATACATCTATTGAGTTGTCTCCATGAAACAACAGTTTCATTAGTACCGAGACCAAGTTCACCATGACAATTGTTACCAATAGCGAATAATTCATTTGGACAAGCTAAACCTCCAACTAATACAGTTAAATTATTATATCCAACTCCCACGTCAACAACACGTCTATTAAGACGGAAAACAGTGGGAATATCAGGAGTAACAGCTTGTCTAATATTTTTGGGATTACTTACAACAAATCTGACACGATCACCCCCTTTAAGATAAGTGTTAGTGATTTTAGTGTCGAAAGGATTTTTGAATTTAGGGCAAGGATAATAACAATCTAAAGAAAGTGCATATTTAAGATTAGTAAGTTCAACAGGATCTAAAATTGAACCATAGTTAAGGAGATACTGATGATTAGCGGTACTTGCACTCACAGTAAATTCAACATTACATTTCTTACCAGATGAAGTAAATTTAATACCACCAGGACTATCAATATCGAGATATATATTGACATTAGGACCATCATTGCAGAATTCTAATTTAACGACCTTATCAAGAGAAATATCAGTGGTATCAATACAATATTTATTAAGATCAAATTCAACAATTGTATTTACATCAACTCCAAGACATTTAGTATCAGGACAACCTTGACTTACTAATTTACAAATACTTCTCTTATTGAAAATAGTAATAGATCCAATTGCGGGGGCAGTAGGAGCACCACAAGGACAACCGCAATTACCTGATACATTAAGATAAATATACCCATCACAAGGTTCACAAGTGGGTTCACATGATTGTGATTCATTACAACGTTTTAGAGATTGTAAGAAATCGCAAACATTCATAGATTTATTACATTCATCCTCGCTTGGATTAGGGAAACTTAAATGAATTCCAAATTTATTAAGATCAGTCTTGAATTCTTTATCACGGCACTTAGGGCATGGGCAATTATCATAGCGCATGGCTTTATTACCACAATTGAGTTGATCAGCGGGGAAACTGATAGAAGCATTTGTTTTATTTAAAAGTTCTTCTAAACAAGTTTTCTTGAGAAGATCTTTATTACTTCTTATTTCATGTATGGAACCAAATACATAAATTCTGTTACAACTATCAACTAATACACTGGTGTCATAACCAGCATAAATACCTGCCCAACAAGGTTGAGGTAATTCAACAACGGGTTTAATAATCTTAGGAACTTCACAGTCAAGAGGAATATCAAAATCTAAATCAATGGTGGTTCCAGCAGGAGTATAATCACAAATAGTGGCATCGCAAAGAGCAGTAATACTTGATCTACAACCATCAAGATCGAGAACAAAGGTTGTGCATTCATATTCATAACTAACGGAAGGAAGAACTAAATCAGATGGTACATCAATATTAGCGATGACACAACTTCCACATTTACCATTCACTTGAGTAGTTCCAGTAATAGGTGCTGAACCAGGTTTAGCACATAAATCAGTATTAGCTGATGGGCAAGGATTGGCTTCAAAAATAACAATTTCCCTAGTACTGGATAAATTGAGATCATGGACATGACAACCTGATTTATCTTTGTGAGTAAATTTACCAAGAACACATCCACATTTAACGTAAAGTCTATTAATAGTATAAGTTACAGATCCGGTAGCGCAACCAGTATGATCAACACATAAGAAACCAACATAGTTAAGATCACCATATATGGGTACGCTAAATGTACCGGATTGACAAGGGGGACTTACAACAGCACAATTAATATTGATATATCCAAGATGTACATCACATAAATTTTTCTTGACACATGAAATATCATTATGTTTTTTCTCACAAACTGGAATAACAGGGCATTCCAATTCATTATATACACCAGTGAACGAACCAGGACATTCATTATCGTGTAAATTAGTGTCTGTTACTAATATTTCAACAGCAGTATCATATCTGCATTGACCTTGCGGAACAAGTTGATATTGTTCATTATTACCAGCTCCCCACACTTTATTTGCTTCAGTTAAAATTAAAATATGAGAACTACCTGATTCAATCTTTTTAGCTTTATCTCCACCACAGGCAGCAGGTGAATAAACTTCACGGATAACAGGAGCACAAGTATTAGTATTATAAGCATATTCAAATACAGATCCAGTAGCGTTCAATAAATATAATCTATCATCAGTTGCTTTTGAATCAACAACACGACCAACAATATTGGCATTAGTTACAATTTCGTGGAATGAATATTGGATTTTTCCACCAATTAAACCAGTTTGATAAACATTACCACCACTTGTAACAGCAGAAGTGGTCGTTTCGTTAGCTGTAATAGCCACTGGTATATTATTCATCATTTTCTGAATAGAATGTCCCACGTTTGAAAGCATTGTATATACTTTTAGTAGATAAATTTATAATTTTTTTTAGAGGTAAAAAAAAATCCTAACACAATCTATACTGTTATATATATTTGATTCTAGGTCCAAACCCAGCATCAAAAATGGTCTCGTTAAGTTATATCTTATATTCGATATAAAACTATATTTTATATATTTCGTACTATATTAATATGCAAAATATTTTACGATAATAGTCAATATTTTAATATTAATTCTCGCGCCGAAAAAATTGAAATTAAATTTAATTAAATCATTACGTGTGATACGTTATTTTATTAAAAATAATATGCAAAAATTACAATGTAACAAGTCTACAAATATTAAATTAATATTGGAAGATATAAAAATACAAATTACTTTTAGTCTAAATAAAATAGATTTAATAATATGTGGATCTTATTTCGAAAATCTTTTAACAAAATTCAAAGAAAATTTTATCAAAAGAATAAAAATAATTGTTCCTAATGCATTTGTATCCTATGATGTTATTATGTCTCTTCTTGGTAAAAAAACAAATATAGGAAATATACCCGATTATCAACATATTTTAGAAACTATTATTTGTCGTAATTTTTTTTGTTTAGATATTGATTATAATTTTTTAAACAATATTATATTGCCAATTGATGACTTAATAATGTTTAATTTATTAATAAAAACATTGACTGTTATTAATAAAGTAGATGACTATATTGATCTAATATTTACTTATGTGCCAAAAAATTATAATTTTAACGAATCACATTATGATTTTTTAAATACATTTACTAAATTCTCGCAAACAAAATATCTTATTACTGGCAATCGAGGTGATTATTCAATCATAGTTATTTTTGATTTAAATAAAAAAATAATTCAAAGAGTAAAACTAGGTAAAATTAATGTTGTATTTTTATCGAATGATAAAATATTCGTTAGTTCATTAATAAAAAATATTTATATAAATAGATTTCGTTGTTGTGATACTTATAATATTAATAATTTGAAACACTCATTTTTTGATAAAAACAAATGTATTGAATTCACAAGATATAATGCTTATTTGGAATATGAAAATACAAACAACTATTATATGACACATAAAATCCAAATGCATGGAGATAAAATCAGAATTTATGATGCAGGTGGAATATTAATAAAAAAATTATACAAAAATAATATTAATATATGTAATTATGAAATAGATTGGAATAAAATTAAGGCATCAGAAATAATTACATCCCGCGACGAAAAATATTTAATATTTACTTCTCCTTTTGATAAAAATCAAATAATATATCAAAAAATAATTGTGGTAGATATACAAAATGAAAAAATATTACTAGAAATTGATAATCCACATGAACTAGAAATATCAGAAATTAGAATATCTAATAATAACAATTTTATTATATCATCAAGTGAATGCGAAATTAAATCATGGAATTTATTTTCTGGAAAATTAGATAAAAATTATATTGGCCATAAAAATTCAATAATACATATTGATATTTCATCTGATAATAAATATTTATTATCAGCCGATAATAAATGCATCATAAATTTATGGAATATTCTAACAGGTAGAATTATTACAACACGTAATATTCGACAAGAATGTGATATTGAAGAAATTAGTGAGTTAAGATTCTTAAATAATAATTAAATAATTATCTAATTATTATTTTTCAAATATGATTGATACATACGTTTGGATGCAATTTGTTCTGCTTTCTTTTTAGAATAAGCAGTTCCTCTACCCATAAGTTTATCATTTAAATAAATACCCATAGTGAATTTCTTTTTATGATCGGGACCTTTTTCTTGTATAATTTTATATATAGGATGTCCCCAATGATTTTTATTATATAATTGTAACACTAAATCTTTATAATTAGTTTCATTTTCTGCTATTTCATCTAAATCCAGTTCAATACGAATAACTTCTAAAATAAATTGTTTTGAAGTTTGCAGACCAGCTTCTAAATATAAAGATCCAACAAATGCTTCAAATCCTCCTCCAATAATATTAATATTATTACGACCATGTAATACTTCAATATTTTGACTAATCAATAAATAACTACTAACATTAGTTTGTTTGGCTAAATAATACAAAGAGTCTCTATTTTCTAATTTACATCTTAATCTAGTTAAAAATCCTTCATCACTATTAATATATTTATAATAAAGAGATTCTCCAATAACAAAATGTATAACTGCATCTCCTAAGAATTGCAATCTCTCATTTGATTTTTTTTGAAGTTTAACACATTTTTTAGCATGTGCTCTTTCTTCTGCTGTCATTTTTGATCGGACAAGATAAGATCTATGTGTCATGGCTTCATGAAATAATTTAATATTAATATTCAACTCGCTATTAAGAACGACGTTATAATCAATAAGTAATTTTTTAATATCTGTTTTCTTCAAAAGTTTATTTTTTGGATTAAAAACGGGCAAGGGTTTTTTATCTGTTGTTTCTTTTTCTTTTACTTCTTTTTCTATTTTATCTATTTTAGACAACCAGTTTGGATCAATTTCTCCATTAATAATCACACCTAGTTTTACTAGAGCTTTTTTGGAAGCTAATTGTTCTGCTTTTTTTTTGGTAAAAGAATTTCCAATACCTAATATTTTACCAAAAGGATTAGAGATACTTGTAGAAAATTTATTTTTACTATCAAATATTTCCACATATTTTGGATGTCCCCATTTCATTTGGTGAAAATATCTAAGTAATAAATCTTTGTAATTATCATCATAAGCGATAAATTCTGAAAGGTCATTGTTTCTTTCCACAATTCTAATAATAAATAATCTTGTGTATTTGATGCCAAAATTAAGATAAAATGCTCCAATAAAAGCTTCAAAAACATCTTCTAAAATATGTTCATTTAATGAAATGCCATATATTTGTATAAATTGATCTAGTTCTAATTTTTGAGTTAAATCTGCCATTGTATCACCACGTTCTGCTCTAATTCTTAATCTAGTTAAAAATCCTTCATTTTCATCATCATATCTTTTATAAAAATATTCAGTTATAACCATATGATAAATAGCATCACCTAAATATTCTAATCTTTCATAAGATTGATAAAAATCACCATATTGCATTGTAGGATGTAACATTGATTCTTCAAATAATGTCATGTTTACTTTTTTTGATTTATTTTCATCAAATTGTAATTCTGGAACATAACATTTAATAATGTAATCAATATAGGGATAATTGATTACATTGTTATAATCTTGATTATAATTATTGTGATATTGATAATCTTGATATTGTTTATTCATTTAGTAAATTTAATTAGTAATATTTTATATTGATAATTAAATATTTATACAATTTTAATATCAATTTTTACTATTATCATTATAAATCGATTTATAGCAACCCATGATAGAAATATACATTCTATCTTGAATAAAATCATTTTTTAATTTATCAATTTGTTGTGGATTATTTGACAAATTATCAATATCATTAATATTCAAAGTATTTAATTTGACTATAAATTCTTGGATTATGTTTTCATCATGAAAAACAAATAATATATAATTGTAATATGAATTATAAACAGCATAATATTTATTGTCTGGAGATTGAACTAAAATCCAACTTAATTTTTGTTTATTGATATTTTCATAAATATTTTGAATCATATTATCATCAAACTGATGGTTTTGGTTAATTTTACTGACAAATTTTTTTATTTTAATACCATGATTTATTATTTCACGACTAATACATAATCTAATATTATTATAAAAATGTGCCAAAATATTATATCCATAACACGATTCAACAATAATAATTGCATAAATGAATCGATTAATATTTTGATTATCAATATAATTTTTGTAACTCAAAAATCCAATGATTGGTAAAGTTACAATACCAAAAATTGTGCCATATTTAATATTATTAATTATTTTTTTTTTATGATGTTTGATAATATTGTTTATTTTGGTTAATGATGCATTTTTATAATTTAAATGTCTGTGATGATTTTTACCAAAAACAAACCGAGAATAAAATCCTAATCCAATAGATTTCATGACCCAACATGTCGTGTTATAAGAATAGTATATAAATTTATCTCGATAAGTATACGGATAATCGCAATATGGAAATGAATAATATGATGTAATCATATTTGATATTTAATATTATAATATTAGACATCAAATATTAGATATTAAACTTATTTTTTATCAAATTTTTAATTAGTATTAATATCTGTAGTAGTATTTATAGACGTAGTATCTTCGGTTATATATGCTTCTTCTGTAGATATTTCTTCGCTTATATTTCCACGTTCGTCTATTTTAAATAATAAATTTTTAGGTATGGTAATTTTATTACCCGAAGTATTTTTGAATCTGTATTTTTTCATGGATTCATCAAAATTATTTTGTTGTTCTGGAGTTTGAGAAAAATATTGTTTTGGTGTGTAGACAAATTGTATTACTTTACCTTGTTTTTTCTTTTCTAACATTCTTAATCTACTCATTCTTGTATAACTAACAGTTGTGCCAATACAACCAATTCTGAATTCACTAAAAACTGTATCATTTATTACACCTATATTTTTTTGATTCAAATACGAATTTCTTGCTTGAACCAAATTACTAATAGCAATTCCATAATTAAAATACATTTCTTTATTTTTATCTAAATGTGCTTTAAATTTACTAATATACATAATCATTAATATATATTGGTATGATACATAACGATATCCTGATGTAGTTTTAATATCAGGCACACAATATCCATCTGCTTCATAAACTTTAACAATAGGTATACCATCATAATTAATAGATACAGAATATCCGGTAAATTGAAACAAAGGAAAATATTCATCAATAGTTATTAAATCTGGATTTACTACTTTTTCTCTTAAAAAATTATATAATTTCTCTACTGTATCTTTATATTTTACTGAAATTAATTCCATAAATGGTAATACTGTAATAAAATTTTTTAAAGAATTATAATCGTTTTTAATTCTTGCCATTTGTTCAACTTTTCTATCTCCCATTGCATGTCTAATAAAGAAATTATATGCATCAAATCCACTTATCAAACATGATTCTTGTATTTCTGGAATTTTCATGAATTCACTTTTGACTTTCCCAATATACATTTGTATATCGTCACGCGGACTTGTTATTCTCATGCTGTTATCATATTTTTCCATAGGATAATTTTTTAGTAGTACGTACATTCTATCAAATGCTTTTTCCCATCGCTGTTCCGCAGCAGTAAGAGGTTGATTTATCATTCTTAAATAATCTATTAACATGAAATGAGGGTGCGTATAATTAATACCATCTATTTCTATTGTTTTTATTCCATGATATACTTTTGTAGGAACATAAGTAATATCACAATATAATTGTAAATTTACAAATATAGAATATGTTTCTTCGTGTTGAGCTTCTTTACCTTGGACTGGATCATATCCTTTATGATATAATATATCGCATAATTCTTTTAAATCCGGCACTGGTGTTGGCGAATAAAATTCAATATCTGAGAATAAATAACTATCATATATGGCGTCTTCTGGATTTTTTTTTTTTATTGTTTCGTTTAATGCAGTTCCACCATAAACTTTTCTACCCTTATCTCTTATAAAATCTTTTATGATTTCCATAACTACTCTTTTTTCATAAATAGTAGGTTCCATGACCTGACTCGCTTTTATCCTCGCTTGTTTTATTATCTCGGGTAATTTTTTCCTGACTTCTTCATAATCCCCATCAACATAATACTCTTGATAAGATAATTTTCTATTTCTATTTTCGGACATTATTTATATATATTCGTAATATATACTTATAATATTTATGCTTATTTTGATTTATATTAAATTTATATTCAATTTTTAATTGAATATAAATATCACACTAATTATTTGCTAATATATGGATATTGAAAATATTTTATCGGAAGAAAAATTAATTTTGTCTAATAATGCTGTATGTGATCTGGTATCAGATAATTATGCGCAAAATAATCAAATATCAGACAAAATATTAGATGATAAAATACCAGACGAAATACCAAACAATATATCAGATAACCAAAACTCAGACAAAATACTAGATAATCAAACATTAGATGACCAAGTTTTTGACAAAATAAAAAAAAGCGTTAGTTTTTTTGAATATGATTTCATTGATATTACAAAAAATGATTTGGATATATACCAATCAAATATTAAATTATTTGAATATCAAATTTCCCCCAAACTAAACATATTTGGAAATGATCATTATATTAATCATGGTAAAGATTATTTTTCTTTTTTTAGAAGATTAGGATCAATATATTATTTCATGATACAATATACTGAAAAAAATTTATTAGTTGGTACAGCTTGTGCGATATTAAGAAAATATAGTTATTGTACAACTAATAAAAAAATAAACATACCATTTTGGTATTTATGCGATCTCAAAATTGACAAAAATCATCAGGGTAAGAATATAACTATAAAATTGTTTAAACATATGTATCATAAATACCAATTAATATCAAAACGTTGTTATTTAATATGTTTTGAAAATAACCAAGCAATTATGAAAATTTTTAATAACATAAACTTATCTCTGCGACATAAATTTGCAACTACAAACTTATTAATATATGCTGTAAATCATAGTGTCATGACAATAATTGAAAAATTATTTATATGTGCTTATGGTGATATTTCATATCTTTCATTACGTGGAAAAAAAGATTTCATAATTGTAAACCAAGATATACCACAATATTTTCATTTACAACACGGTAAATTTGCTGAGAAAGGTGAAGAATTAAAAAATTTACCAGAAAAATCAGTTATAATGTTTTGTTTTCCAAGTGGTTGTCAATTTGAATCAATTATGAACGATTTAAAAATATTACCAATTAATAAAGCGCATATTTTATCCACAAATATGGAATTTTTTGACTGGCATGATATTTTAACTTCTGATATTTAATTATTAACTTTATATGTTTTGCTACATTTTTTACAAATATAAAATGTAGTGATAGGTTCATCAGCACTGCGAGTTTGTAGTTGACGATAGAAATATTCTGTGTTTTTACAAGCTCGACATGCCTTCCATTCAATAGCTGGAAGATCATTCAGTTTTTCTTCTGTGGTTTTTTTGCGCATTATAATTTTAATCCAATTGTCTTTATTTAATTCATCTGGTTTTAAAAATGCTATATTATAGGCATTGTATTCTCCTTTTGATATTTGTTGTTTAATTTGTTTTATTGTATCACAGTCTTCTTTGAAATTATATAATATATTTCTCGAACAGTCATTATAAATAGATTGCGACATGTTCATACTATTATCATTTTTACAATATTGTTTAGTGTAATCATAAATACCTTTTTCTATGGTTTTACATATAGATTTATTGAAATATTCTGATAAATAATTTATTGTTTGTTTTCTGGTTTTATCTGAGACGTAAAATTCCATTACTGTTGTCATTATTAGATAATTATATGCTTTAATTAATATTTAAATTACTTAAATATTAATCAAATTTTTTTATTTTATTAGTTTAAGTTTTCATAAACTGCGTCAATAATCCATTTTTTGACTTGATTAATTGTTCCAAATTTATTAATTGTTGTATATTGTATAATATCTAGACATTTTGGATATTTTGTTTCATAATATTTTTTGATTGTATCATTATTAATATACTCTAAATTGGATATTACATAATCTAATTTAATATTAGGATCAACTACAAATTCTTCAGGGATAAACATTCTAGGTCTGAAAAATTCATGATTAATATTAAGTGGTCCCAGAATATTTTTAATTTGTGAAATATCTTTGTCAAGATTTTGTAAATGATATGCTTTTTTACGTTTATCAAAACTGGCGATATATGATAAATAATTTTTTATTTCTGATTTATTAAGAATTGTGCCATATCCACGTTTGCGATATTTATCCATTATATGAATCGGATCAGACGTACCCACAAAATATTTAAAATCAATATTAGTAAAAGTTTGATATGCAGTAACAGCCGATGGTAACATGTAACAATTATCACCGTTATAATAAGACCTAACACACGGTAAATGAAATCTTGATATACATCCAAAGAATTCATCGTCGACAATTCTAAATACCTCGAACTGATGTTTTAGATATTTTGATGAAATTTTATATTTTAGATTTTCAGAGAATTTAATAAAAATATCACTATCTGGATCATTTTTATCTTTATTAACAATATACATTAATTCCAAACCTGAATTTGATTCGGGTTTTTTATTTTCAACAACATTTTTTTCTAATTTATAATCATTAATTACAATACTAAGCTTGTCGGAATCACAATAATCAATAATATTAAAATACTCATTATCATTCAATTTATCACCCAATATTTTTTTGTTTCGAATATTTGCTTGATTTTTTTTCTCGACATACATTTCATAAAAATAAAATTTAACTAACCTTTCATTTCGATGACTTATGACATAATCATAATCATGAGGTATTTCCTTTGACTCACATTTTTCTTTAAGTATATCTGAATTAATGTATACTGCCAATGTTTTAAATGGTGTAATAATAATATCTGTATCATTAACCTTTTCATCAAGATTTTCAATAATATTTTTCTTAATATTTTTGACATGTTCAACAAAATCAATAATATTATTATGATTACAAGCAACATCAATATCTGAATCTGAATAATATTCTTGAAAAAATCTATATAATTCACTATATGTGATATTATCAGTTTTTTTGTATAATGACATTAAAGGATTCAATTTTGGAATAATCGCTGACATTATTCCGCCAGTAATTACCATATTACTCCAATTAGCGCCCTTCAATAAATCTTTGTTCTCATTGCCAGATATAAATAAATTGAGTCTCTTTTTGAATTCATCTAAATCAACTATACCTTGTTGATATTGTAAACATTGGCGTACACCATGCATATTTTGTGAAGTATTTATAATATTATCTGATACCATCATTGAGAAATAGGGATTTGTACGAGGATTTGATTGATCAAATGGAAATATTGGTAGTTGTGAAGCTGTATTAATATCAAAAATATATCTATTTGATTGTTTTGTTTTAGTTTTAATAATACATTCTTCCATATACATACAAATCCATGAATATCCCATTAAATATCTAAATACTGGACCATATTTTTCGAATATATCACGATTAGCTGACAAAACATTTTTATTATTGATAACATAGTGACAGTATTTTTTACTAATTAATAAATTACAAATCAAATAATATTTATCCATTTCCGAAAGTGTTGTTTTTGTTAGTAATTCTTCGAAGATATCTGATTCAATTATTATGTCTTCTGGTTTAACAGTAAAATATTTACTATCTTTATCAATATGTTGCCTAATAGATTTTTCATTTATTTTTAAATATTTTTTGGAAAAAATATATTTATCATTATTAGTAATTTGTGGAGGATAACCACCAGCATTTAATTCAGATTTATTTTCCTTGAAATTAACAAGAATTTTATGTAAATAATTTTCAATTGTTTCATAAGGAAGATTCCATTTATTTACATTAGGAATATTAAATTTACGAGTGGAAAATACTGTATTTGAACTTATGTTACAATTATATTGTGATTGCCAATATTTAAACATAGGACTGTTATTTAGATCTGATATGGCACTTTGATCTAATTTATTATCATGTAGTTGATAATAACTCGAAAAAATTTTTTTTTCAACAAAATTTTTGATATGTTTCATATCAACTTCAAGAGAATGATTTTTAATCCATTTTTTAACATTTTTTTCTTTAGTTTCTAACATGAGATAAACAAGTTCATTATCTCCAAGTTCATATGATTCATGATTAAAATATTCCAGTATATTTTTTTCCACATTGATTAGTGATTCACGTACATTAAGATATAATATACTATTTGGACATTTAACAAGTGTAACTAATTTAGATTGGTGTTTTAATTCATTAATATCTGAATCTGTTTCAAAAAACAAACTAATTAAATTATTATTTTTATCATTGGACATAAAATCGTTTGATAAACATAAAATATACATACCATTATATTCTTGAACAAGATCACGTGATTTTGAGAATTTAAATTCTGAACCTTGACTATTCAAATAAAAAGGATTAATTGGTTTATCCATATCAATATTTTTTTTACCAATAAAAGGATCCATTAATTCAGTATCATCAATTTCATCTTGTAATTTTATATTTTCATCGTAATTATCAATATCGTCTGCAATTTCAATGATATCAATATTATCGATTAAAGTAGTGTTATTCATTTGATATAATATGTATTATTTTAATGTTTTAAATAATTAAAATATTAAAATTTTATCAATTTTTTTTTCGAATATATGTATGAAACTGGTATAATATTATTAGCGATTTAATTAGTTTTATGACTTACCATCTGATTTAATATTAATATCTGAATCAGAATCCAAATCAAGTAAATCATTTTCTTTATTTGATTTAACCACATTAGAATCTGTATAAGAATCAAAATAATCTGAATAATCTGAATTATAATTATATTTTTGGTTTTTATTATTAGTCGATTTCTCTACCATATCAATTTCCGAGTCAGAATCAGAATTGAAACTTGTATCAGAATCTGTATAAGAATCTAAATTTTGGTTTTTATTATTAGTTGATTTCTCTACAATATCAATTTCTGAGTCAGAGTCAGAGTCAGAATTGAAACTTGTATCAGAATCTGTGTAAGAATCTAAATTTTGGGTTTTATCATTGAGACTTGATTTTTCTAAAATATTAACATCAACATCAACATCAGAATATTCAATTTCACAATTACAAGATGAAATAGTATTTGATTCATCAATTGGATCATTATCAACCGATTTTTCTATTTCTTTTTCAAACACTTCTATAAATGTTTTCCAAGCATTTATTTTTTCACCACCTGTATAATTATTTTGATTGACTATATATGTTTCTTGTGAAACGATTATATTTTTTACAATTACACTTTCCTCAAACAAACTTTTGAATATTTTGCGACAAAGTTTTAAATTTATGCCCGTATTTCGTGAAAAATCATTAATAGTCACACTTTTATTTTCATTAAAATAAGATAATAAAATAGCTTGAAGCAAATTACAAATGATGATAACTTTTTTCCCATTCAAATAGGCCTGGAATTCAACAATTCCCATAGTTGGTTGCCAATTAATTGTATATTTATTTTCATAAACCGATTCATAATAGACCGAAATAATTTCTAAACAAAATTTAATTTCGGCTGGGTAATTAATATCCATATTTGATAAATTATAAATATCCCATAATTTTTTATCCAATATTAATGGATTCAATATATTTAATTTTGGTTCTAATGGTTTATATTTATCAGATGTAAGCTTAACAATAGAATTATGAATATTAATATTACAAGTAGAATTATCAATAATATTTTCGAGCATATTGATTAATTGTTGAGAATTATCTTTACCCAATGCTATAGATAATTTTTTTATTATTTCAAGTTCAAATTTAGTATTTGAATATTCATGATTAATTATGCGTACTTGAAAATATTTTTTATAATACAAAAATAATAAATCTCTCTTACAGTGATAAGATAAAATTGTAGCTATCTTATTAATATTAATTATAATTTTTAATTTGAGATTTTCCAAATTTGTTGTGTTATATTCAACATTTTTCAATAGTAAATTATTATCTGTCATTGATTTAAAAAGTTTATCCATGTAATAACACAAAATATTTACGACATTTGGTTTATTAATAATATCATTTATAGAATTTATAATATCGGAATTATTGGAATCAATATACTCTTTAACGAATGAAAATAATCTAATTGAATCAATATAACTGAGTAGCTGATCTATATTATTGTTGTCAACATTTTCAATACTGTCGGAAATATTAGAAAACATATTCGGATAATCTGATTTATTTATTACACCATTATAAAACATAGATATTTCAATAATCGATAATAAATTCATGTTAAATTTGGAAACATTTATTTTTTTATCTAGCAAGTTTTTTTGATATGTTTTTACCAAAAAATATATTTGTTTAAAATAATTACGATATGAATCCCAAATTTGGGTATATACCGATAAATTTACCTCATTATTGTCTATTAATGCATTTCTGATTATTTCAACTTTTTTATCGATAGAATTAATAATTAATTTTGTGAATCCATTAATATCGTGGAGTGTAATTTGTGATACCAACTGTTTAACTCGGTAATAATTAAATTCAGGGGTTTCACCCACTAATATATCATTTAATAAATTTTCAATCTCCAATTCAGGATTTTTATTGGATAAAAATATCACACCAAATTTCGAATTATTTGTTACAAGATCGAAATTGCATGATTTGGGTTTATTTTCAAAATATTTAGATAAATCCATTATGTGTTAATATTTATGTTGAATATTAGTATGAATTTATATAAATAATATCTTTTTTCAATTTTTTTTATATTCCTATCATATTAAATAAAAAACGGATAATTACATATGCCACTGCTAAAACTAATCCTCTAGATACTAATCCTAATAAACTTCTTGGTTGAGGTAAATATTTTCCTATAATTTTAGAAGTTTTGGGATGCACTAAAAATACAAATAATATTATTAATATAATAGGCATTATAATATAATCTACCGTATTGTTTTTCTTTGCTGGTACTTCGACATATTCTATTAAAGGTTGTCTACTATTCATTGATTGCATTTGATTTGTTGGCTGCATTTGTTTCATTTGTTGCATTGGATTCGCTCGATTTATCGGATTCATTTGATTGGCTTGATTCATTGGATTCATTTGATTGGCTTGATTCATTGGATTCATTGGCTGCATTTGTTGCATTGGATTCATCGCCTGCATTTGTTGCATTGGATTCATCGCCTGCATTTGTTGAGTTTGATTCATTATTTGATTATTTTGATTTGGTTCAAATTTATTATTTATATTATTGACAGATGTATTTGTTCTTTTTTTAGAATTTGATAATTTATTTGTATTAATGTTTTGATTAGTTTGTTGATTATTGGTATTTAAAGGATTAGGTATATTATTTTTCACGAGATTGTTAATGTTTTGATTAATTTGTTGAGTATGTTGATTATTATTTTTTGATAAAATTTCTGGACTTCGAGTTTCTGATAATTCTATTTCGTCATTTTCTCCCAGCGACGGAACATTATTGACTCTATTAATAGGTTGTTGTAAATATTGATTCATTGGTTTATTAGATTGATTAGTTTGTATATATTGGTCATTGGGTCGATTAGGTTGATTATTAAATTGATTATTGGGTTGATTATTAAATTGATTATTGGGTTGATTATTAAATTGATTATTGGGTTGATTATTAAATTGATTATTGGGTTGATTGTTAAATTGATTATTGGGTTGATTATTGAATTGATTATTGTGTTGATTATTGGTTTGATTATTATCTGAACGATCAATTGGTGTTCCAGTAAAATTATTAAGGGGTTGTTGTAATAAATTATTATTAGCAGCAATTTGTGTTAACATATTTTGTTTACCTATTTGCGCATGATAATTATTCATGATCTATATTATAAAAACCATGAATATATTATATGTTTATTGAACAACGAAAAACTATGATATTTTATAAAAAATTGAATAAATAAAATATTCATTGATTATTATTGATTATTTTAATCAATAATAATACTATATAGGACTATGGATATTGATATAGTAAGTGATGATATATTATATCAATCACAAATTGATACAATTGAAAAACAAGAATACAATCATAAATTAAATAATATTAAATTAAACATAAATAATACAATAAAAAAGAGATTGAAAATAATATTGTCAAAAAATTACAAATATAATAAATATATTAAAATATATCCTGTTACATCTTACGTAAAATATGCCATAAATATTCTAAAAACAGAATTATTTAGTAAAAATATTATGTCAACCATAACAATAAAGGGTTTTTTTACGGAATCTATTTATGTGAAATTTTATAATCCAGTCAAATATACCAATAATATTCGTGCTAGATTTAATAAAAACTTGGACAAATGCCTAAAAAAAAATTCGGATATAGCATGGTTAAAAACTGATATAAAATATGAAATTACTGCGCAATGTCATACTAAAAATTATAATTTAATATTGAAAGATAGTGATTATGACATTGTATATAAACAGTATCATTATGATATATATTTAGGAAAAGGCAATTATAAGACATGTTATAGATATGGTGTATATGTAGTTCTTCCAAAAATTTAAAATATGCAAATATATATTTTTTTAATAAAAAATTGAAAAAATATATATTAAGAAGTGTCCTTAGTTTTGAACATTCAATATTAGTTAATCAAGAACAATGTTTGTGGGATCTCCACTACCCCTTATTTCTATAGCTCTTTCTGGCTTAAATATAAGAAAATCAAACGAGTATTCAAGACCAGATATTGATAATATGGGATCAAACATTTCTCGTCGAGAAAAAAAAGTTAATAAAATTACTAATAAATTGAATAGAATTATTGATGATTCTAATATGAAAGATAGATATATACGCTTATGTCGGGCAGATAAGTATTTGGATGATTACTTGCATACAATAACTTCTATTTTATCAGATTCTGATATGTTATTTAAAATCAAAATTCGTTCTTTTCTTGCTATTACTCCGAGTGTTTATATCAAGTTTTATGAACGAGAAACATATACAGCAAAAATTTTTGATAAATTTGAAACATTTGTGCATAATATAAATTGTGACACAGATAGATTTGTAATTAAAGATAAAATTACTTACCGTAACAAAATTCTGGCTGAAACAATTGCCAGAAATTATAATTTAGTATTGCATGACACTGGATATACGTTTGGATTTAAAGAATATATTAGAAAAGTATTTGTAGTTGATAGTTATACTGTTTTTCACGAATATTGTGTTTATGCCACGGTAATGTATAAAAATTGAAATATGAATTGTAATTCATGTACTGATTTTTATTATATTATTATTATTAATAATGTCAAATACAAATACTGATAGTTGTGATCGTATAAATACTTCGTATCGTAATGAACTGAAAATATATAAACATAATCTAAAAAAAAACATAATTGAAAAAGTAGATAAATTAATTAATGGAAAATATCCATACAATAAATATTTAAAATTAACAAAAAACAAAAAATGTCTAAATTTTGTGCAACAAGTATTGAAAGATCATTTATTTAATCATTATCAAAATTTGTTATATGTTGTTAGTTTTAGATATAAATTGACTGGTAAATATTTATGTATAAAATTTTTACATCCTAAGAAATATGTAAAAAAAATAAAATGTAATTTTGAAAGATTGTTAAAATTCGCCATGAAAAAAGATATCAAAAAACTACGCGTAAAATCTCGTATTAATTACAATAATAAAATTTATGCGGAAACATGTACACGAGTTTATAATATAATTTTCCAAGATTCTGATGTGGAGTTTAATTATGGATTATATGAATGTTGGAGTGAAACCGCTCAAGATATTGTAAATAAATATTGTGTTTATACAAACATTTAGTAAATCATTTAGTGAATTATTTAGTAAATCATTTACTGAATTATTTAGTAAATCATTGATAATTTTATAAAATTATTAATGGTTATCAAATTACATACTCCGAGGATTTATACATTCATCGGAGTGATAAGAACTAAATTCTTGCTGACAATTAACCGAACAAAATTTGACACGATAACATTTATCACAAATAATAACTTTTTTCATGATATTTTGACAATTAATACATTCAGTTTTGTGTTTATTCCATTCTAACATTCTATTGTTAACAATAATATATTTACTCCAATTTGGAGTTTTCTTTTTTTCTATTTCTTTTCCTTCTGGATCTACATCTTGTACCATTTCATCATGTATTTCATGATCTTTAAGTTGTCTGTCATATAGTCTACCATATGATAAAACATTTAATCTTTTTATTTCATGGATACTTATATTTGTATAAACATTTTCTTCAAGTTCATGTAATACTATTACATCTCCATATAATCGATATAAACCATTTATCCGTGTTGCTATTTGATTAATATATTTATTTTTATCCTGCTGTGAATAAAAATTTAAATTATATTTTAGTAATCCAACAGATAATTTTTCTATTTTAGCATCAGCATCAAGTCCAAATATTTGTGACACTAGGTATGCCGGATTTTGATAATAATATTTTATAATATCGTTATCTTTAATTAAACTTGCTGTAAAAAAAAATCTTCTTCTAATTACCCGTAAAATATCTTGTATACTAACATCACTAATAGTTATCCCAATATCGTTATCAATATATTTATTTGCGATAATGACACAATTATAGTTAATCACATTATGTTTAAGACTAAATAAACAAGCCAAATTATTAATATCCGATTGATCAACCACACTATCTTTCCACATGGGTTGACAATACATCATTTCTAAATATACTTTAGGTGAAGCATATGATGCTTCGGTGTGATAAAAAAATTCATCGGGTTGTCTATTGATAAAATTTTTAGTTAATTGATTACAAATATTAGTTAATAAATCTTGATCAACTTCTATAAATTCGATATATGGCGAAATGACCTCAGATATATAATCATTAATTTTATTTTTTAATGTGGATCTGGTATTATCATCATGATATTGATATAATAGTGGTAGAGCGTATTTTTCCATATCAGTAAAATTTATTTGATTTTTTTTAATAACAGCAATTTTTACCATTTATACTAATGATAATGTTTTATAAATATTTATATAGTCAATAGTATTGGTTCAAATTCAATAATTTTTACTGGTTTAATTGAAACTAATTTTCCATCTTGTATTTGGAAATGATCAGAATGTACTTGGTAAATATAAATTGGAATTTGTTTTTTTATTCGCGGTTTAATATCGTTTAATGCTTCTTGTTTTGTAATAAATCCATAAATTGGTAATTTTGGATTTGCCTGAATAATGTCTTTAGCTTTATAAAAAGTGGCCACATAAACTATATTATCTATTACATGTTCCATTATTTGTTGGTGTATTAATGATTGTTCCAAAAATTGATTGATAGATTCTATTATATATTTTTTATTAATACGGACATATCCTTGTTTAGAATAACAATCGGTTATTTTTTCATATTTATTTTTAAGATAGTCTTGTTTTAACAAATTTAAAGGAAATGTACCACGAATAATTTTATCTTGATATTTATTAAGATAAAATTTAATTTGGTTACTTGCATAATCAAATGGATTAATATCATATATAATTGTGTTATTGTATGATATATCATTTAAATTAATTGATAATGGTTGGATTTCGATTTTCATTTTGACACGATAATCTTTTGGAAAAATATTAAACCCAATGATAATAATTTTTTTATTATTGGAATTGTTTAACTCTTGTTTGTATACTTTCGACATTTCGTGTTTCCAAATATCATGAATTGTTTTTTTCACATTATTTCTATCATCAATCAATTGATTAATCATATTTGATTCATATTTTGATGTTTTTGTATTTGTATTTTTTTGCTGATTTTTTAATATAGTAATTTTTTGACTCATTTGGGACCAGAGATTTTTTTGATCAATCAAATTTTGTTTGTTATGTATTTTTTGTTGGATATTATCTAAATCTATAAAATGACACTGATTTAAATATTTTATCAATCTTTTTTTATGTATTTCATCCAGACCAACTATATGACACACTATATTATTCATTATAATATTAATAGAAAAACATATATAGTGTCAATGAATTAGTAAATTAATGATAAATGCTTAAATTTATTTTCCTTATATTATAATATAAAGATTATGACATTTAATAATTCTGCTATAATAATTGTTATCGTTGTAGCGTTTGCTTTTTATTTAATTTATAGTCAAAATAATCAGCCAAAATATATTCAACCATCGCAACAAATATCTAATTTTAAATCTAATATTGAATCACCACCTTGCGCATCTTGCTCAAAAAATCAAGATTATAAAAACCATGATCAACATCGCAATCAAGAAAATTCTAGAAACTATGATAATTACTCAGACAAACCCAATCCTCGTTTAAATCATCAATATCTACCTCAACAAGTTGTACAATATCCTCCTCAAACAACCAATATTATGATCGAAAATGAAACTGATCCCTATTCCGATCCAATTAAGAAACAAGATTTGTATAGTATAAATGATCCTTTAACTTATCCTCAACTTAGATTACCTAGAGAAGTATTAGATAAATATAATGAATATTATGAAAAAAATGGTAGTTATCCACCATTTGGACAAAGCACTAAACCATTATTTGATAATCCTATTCTTAATGGAATTCTTATAAAACAGGTGGATGAAAATGAACCTTTTGTGGATGATGTTCCTGGATCTGTACCACTATTCCGTGTCAAATCTTCAAAAAATACTAACAGATTTTTTTACTACATTTTGGACCAAAGATATCTCAGCAAAGTAGAGTTAAAAATCCCACTGGATAATATTAAAATCAATGGTGTGAGATATAATAATGCCGATTTTTATGGAATACCAGAATTATATGATGGCGATATGATTGAAAGTATACCAATTTATCCGTCAAGTAAATTCAGAATTCAATTGTATAAAACTTATCATTTTCCATAAATTATATATTAATATTTTAATAAATATCAATATATATTTAGTATTAAATATCAAGATCCATAACCAAAATCAACTTTGAATTTAATGTAATTATCTGTTTGTTTTTTTATATCTATTCCACTAAATAATTCATACCAAAAATCATATTTAGAACCTTTAAGACGATATACTACTTCAAAAACATCACGCATAGTTATTCCATTTTCATTTATAATAGTATATTTAAAATCCTCAACTGGAATATTAAAAGAACCACATCCACCTCCTCTATTATCATCATTACCAGTTAATTTTGAATAGCCTGTTATTTTTTTTAAATTAGTATCCAATACTAATGTGGAAAGATTTATTTTTTTTACAATTTCGAATAATTCTTTAATTTTATCTTCATTTTCTTCATTTTCTTCATTACAATAATCCACAAACTTTTCATAATCGAAATGATCTTCGTTAATTTCTTTAAAAATAATATTTAGTTTAACTGGATGTAAATATACAGAAGTTATACATTGATCAACAATATAGCTTATATAGTTATCTAATAGAATGACTTCACTTATTTCCATTATTACTATTAATAAATATGTTGATCATTATAAATTATTATAAATCATTATGAATCATTTTATTTTTCAATTTTTTTAGACAATATTTCCAAATCGGTTTTATTCAGAAGTATAAATTATTATAAATCATTATGAATCATTTTATTTTTCAATTTTTTTAGACAATATTTCCAAATCGGTTTTATTCAGAAGTATAAAATAAAAAACTAGATGATTACCATTTATTTTGTATATATATGGATAAATATAAGGTTGTTTAATAATACTTGATGCAATTGCTAAATTGATATCAATTTGTGTATCATCTTGCACAGTTCCTCTAGATGTGGTAAGTATAGATTTAATATAAGATGAATCTGATCCCAATTTAAGTGCATAGTAAAGCATTTCTTTAGCTAAATAATTTTCTGAATTCATTAATCCTATTTGTGACCATGACCAACTCCATATACCTAATTTGTCATAATATATACCCAATATTTCAACTTCTGTTTCCAAAATTAATTCGTCAGTAGTTTTATCGATAAATTTAAATAATGTTCTTTTCGAGTCATTATTTGTTTTATATCCTTTGCGATAACAATTATCTAGTAAATATTGTATGACATCATTGGTAGAATCATATTCTATTAATGCATTACTAATTATATCTGAAACACTCATTAATATTACTAATTAATATTATTAATTAATTAATTAATTATTAATATTAAACTAATTATAATTATATGGTTCTGTATATATTATATTATTAACAACAGCATCATAACCATCTTCTTCATCAGATCCAAAAGCAAAATAAAGGTCTTGTTCTTTTTTCCTGCTAATGATATCTCCAATACTGACGATATTCGTAGTCGCAAATCCGCGCGTTTCTAAATTTTTTTGATCAATTTTATCATCTTGACTTTTAATAATTGGTGGGAATCCTCCTATGGGCTCAAACTGCATTATTTATATTTCTTATTAAGATAATAATTAGATAATTAGTCAAAATCTACAATTAATTCGTTTGAATCATGTGCGCCAGATATTGTAACTTCTTTTATTTCTTTTTTAGATTCTTTATTTTTACATTCTTTTTTTGTAACTCCATTATTATTTTTTGAATACTTATATTTTTCATAATGATTAATATTGCAACAAATTCCTTTATTATCACAATTAAATTTAAGATATTCGCTAGAATTTAATGGTGCGACAAAATTACTATATAATAATCTATGTAATGCCACTTTTTTATTTCTAAAATAAAAATTAACGTATGTACCTTTATTTGAATTATTAATATTAGTTATATATCCATTCCATAAACAACAATTATTCTTATCAAATATACTGGTGTCTATATATTTACATATTCTTTTAATATCATTAATATTTAATCTCCATTGTGAAGGCACATCGGGTAATTGTCTTTTTATTAATTCTTTGAAAATTTCATTACTATTTTTTGATATTTTTGTTGTTTCAGTATTATCCATAGATTGATCATCCGACGAATTTTCATCGGATTCTTTATGTGATATTTTTTCGGAAAATTCTTCAATAGGTTCTTCCAAAGATTTTTCTAAAGAATTTTCCAAAGATTCTTTATCAGAATCAGAATCAGAATCGCTAGATATCATTTGTGAAGGTTTTTTACATTTTGTTTTTAATTTTTTTTTATTATTTTTTTTTGATTTAGTATAATTCGGCGCAAGATCAAATTCTTCGGAATCATTTAAATCAGAGGTTTTTGAATGTAACAATGATTTATTATTTTTTGACATTACTTCTAATTATAATAAGTTGATATTATTTTCGAAAAAAGTAATAAATTTTAATAATTATATTTTCAACGCATAAACACAAAAGTATTTATATCATTTTTTTATCAAAAAAAAAAACTATAGTTTTAATGGGTGGAATTGTCACGCAAACGAATAATAATATTTATATATAATTTTTTACGGTCAAAAAATTATATATTTATTTTTTTAGATACAGTGCATCAATTTTATCAGGATAAATATTTTTTGATATGTAATGAAATCTAATATCAAGTATTTTTTTGTAATTTTGATACTTGCTACTATCAAATGATTGTTTATTTTTTTTATAATCATATATGACACCATTTTTTGGATGAATGGCATATATTATATTATATGATACATCATGAATATATATAATAGTTTCATAAATTTTTGACAGGACATACAATTCAACGATACAATTAGTCATCATAGTGACATCCATACTGATTTTTGTGATAAAATCAGTAACACGATTATATTTCATATAGGGTATAATTTTTTGTATATCTTTTTCGTTTTCAGAGGATAATAACCAGTCAATTACTTGACTTTTATAATAATTTGATAAATTTGTTTGAAGAATAGAATAATATCCTAGATTTCTCATATTTGATTCGCTATACGGATGAACTAACCAATAGTATGTATTGGCAAAAACTCTAAATACTGTATTATTGTTATCAATAATATTTTGCACTAACCAATTATTAACATCTCGTAATGGATTATCTATATTCATTTGTTCATAATTTTGTATATTGTCATATTTATATCTCTTTTTTCCTATCTTGGGAATATTTTCTTTGCCAAATATTTCACTAAGAATACGATCCAAATTAACATTAGACGTCATAATTATTCTTTCTCCGGGTCTCTCAGTAAAAACATTATAATCTACTATATCGGATACAAAATATTCACCTCTTCTTAATATTTCGCTTGCTTTTAGCTCATTTTGTACAAATTCCTCAGTAACTTGATTTATGAAATCAACTAATTCTCTTTTTTTAAGAGCCAAATAACAAATATTTTTAGAAGAATTCCATTGACAATATTTATTTACATTACAATCTTTTTTATTATCATTGATATAACATAATTCTCTATTATTTTTCAGAATAAATGTCGGATAATCAATTTCTTTGGAATCTGGTATAACAGTCATCCAAATTTTTTCTTCATTTGGAAATTTAATATAATCCATATTGGATGGTTTATTTTGCGCAAAATTAAATGGTGCATTAAGTGGTTGTATTTGTTCAGAGTAATCAAATTCCACAACATCAGGTAATTCAGATGTCGAAACAAAATCAGATGATACAATTCTATCACCAACAGAATAATCTTCTGGTATAATTTGTATAGTTTTGTCTGGATTATTTATGATTGATACTGGATTTTTTGCTTGTGCATATGGATTAACATTTTCGATGATTTCTAAATTATCTATATTTGTTTTTGTATTAATATCTTCTTGTCCACCATTTTGATTGTTAATATTTTGTAATAGAGCATTAAATGTTTTATATAATTCTGTATTTGTCATTTCATAAAGAAGTTTTTTTATTTTAATCCGTTTATTATTTTTACTAATAGATATATCACTGGTAATTTGTTCGATTAATTTTTTATAATTAATACCAGCAGCAATATTATTTAAATAATAACTTAAATGATAACGGAATAATTGATATGTTTCTGTTTCATATTTATTTTTGGAAACATAATATACTCGATCATCAATAACTATGTTATTTTTGCCCTTAATAATCTCTTTATCAATTGCTTCGTCATTGGGTTTATTTTGTATGAGTAAATTTTCCTTGTTAATATATTCTCGAGTCATTAATCTTTCAATTATTGGAACAGATTGATATCCTTGTGTCATAATAGCCGAAACAAGATAACTTTTTTGTTTCTTTTCAGTATAAAATAATCCAATTGGATTTAATTTTAATTGTTTTTGTGTTGCTGAATCAATATTATTGAGATATTTTCTTGTAGAATTATAATCCAATAAATAACTATCTACATTTGTTGAAATATTTAGATTATAGATCGTTCCTGATGGTATTACTGGTATAATATATCCAGCTCTTGTTATTAAATATTTACATTTGTATCTGGCATCAATAATTTGTAATTTTGGTATATAATCTTTATTACCAGTTGATAATAATATTTTAGATGTTTGTTTAGCATTTAGTGATCCTGATACATCATTTTTAATAAGTACATGATATTCTGGTTGACAATTTAGTTTATAATATTTTGATATATGGTTAATAATATTGCTATTATTTTTATTATCGTAATTAAAAGTTTTTGTAATTGATACTTCTTTAGATTGCTCAGTTTCTTTAGTGACCATAATAATTGGATAATAATTTTTATTTTCTTTAATAATAATGCATGTTTCTCGTAAAGGATCAGTTATATTGTCTATATTTTCTTGATTTTGACACACAATAAAATAACTTTCTTTTATTTTTTCTTTTTCAAAACTTTTAATAATTACTTGTGTTTTCTTTTGAAAAATAATGATATTCATACCATTTGTTTTTACAACTCCAGGTGAACATATTAAATCATTCAATAAAGGATATTCCAAATATTCGTTTGTTTTAATATATTTTATATAATTGCCAATTGTTTCAAATTGAGTTCTAATATCACCATTATTTAAACTAGTAAATAGAGATTGATTTTTATCTCGTTCTAGTGCATTCACAAGCATATTTCTTAATTCATCAATTGTCGTATCTAATATGCTACACAATGCATTAAAATATCTTAATTCGTCTTGTCTCGCACCGTATTTAAAATAATATCCTGTTTCTGTACTAACCAAATAATGATTTTTAATGACACGTTCTTTATTAAGCATATAATTCATAAATATATCTAAATATTTTGGTAAAAATGCAAATCTTCCTTCTTGTATTTTATTGGTATCTTGAAGTATGTACAATTGATCTCCAGATATTTTATTGACATCATCTTCTTCTTGCATAATCCCAATGCTTCTCAAAAAGAAATTCCTTTTTTCTTTGTTTTTAGAAAAAAAATGATCTTTAATAAAACAACATGGTTTAGCATCACCATAAGGATTTTTCGATTTTAAAAATCCTATGTACATGTGTTTACCATTCTCTTCTGGTCCGCATGTATAATAAATAAAATTCTCACCGCTATCATCTAGTGGTAATTTTATGGCTCGCAGAATTGCTTCATGTTTTTTTTTATTCGAGTCTGTTTTACCATCTGCATCTACCATAATCTTTTTTTCATAATGACCAAATTTAAATTCACCCAAAGATTCGTTCCAAACATATCCTATTTTTTGTAATTCTTCGATACTTAAAAATTGTTGTGGTCTACGTTTTTTATCTTCGCCAGAATTTTGACAATCTCTACTCCATAAATTTTGATCATCTTCAGATTTATGACTTAATCTTTGTTTATCAATTGATGTCATTTGTTTTACACTTTTAACATTGGTTTCATGATTGACTATTTCATCTACTTTATTTCTTCTACGAGCTATTTTTGTAAGACGTTTTAATTTGTCTTTCATTTTTTGACGATCAGGTCTTTTATACAAATAAGTTTCGGAATATAAATATATTAATACATTCATAAAAATAATAATTCTATCAAGTTGATCTTTATCTCTAGCACCTGCTATTCTCATTTTATAATTTTCTCTAGTCTTACCTTGTATATCAACTCCAATACCAGGGGGTTTATATTTGGGTATATTCTCTAATTTTTTTAAGATTCTTCTAGATTTTTTGATATTAGGATATTTTTCTCTCACGGAGATAATTTCTTCTAAAGCTTGTTCTTCCGTAATATTAAATTCTTTTGCGATTTCATTTGACAAAGATTGATCATTAAATTCATAATTACGAATAAAGAATATAATACGATGTTCAATTTTGGTTTTATTTTCATATTTACTGACACGTTTATATCTTAAATATGTACCAAATTTACTTTTTTCATCCGCATCTCCACGTTTTATTTTCGATTGGCGTTTTCTTGGTTCTATGACAAGCGCAATATATGGGAAAAAGTACCTTGAAAATTCTGATAAATCATTATGATTAATTGTAAAATTATTGGGTAACTCAAATCTTTGTATTGTATTAATAAATGCAAATTTAAAATGTTCGTCAGTAGGTACCAATAAATTTATATTATATCTTTCATTTTCTTGATTTATTTTTTTGATTAAATTTATGATGTAAATATATGTTTTTTTAATATCTTCTACAGTAGACATATCTTCTTCTTTCCATTGAATTTTATAATCTATTCGACCATTTTCTGTTAAATTAATGGCCATATATTTATAATCTGATTCATCATCAACTCGTACTTTAAAACTTATACCATGTGGTGTATTTTCAAACCATTTCATTATAATTTCTTTGCGTTCATTTTCTATCAGATAACGTTCATTATATCTACTTCTTGGAGTTCCATCAGTCGGTTGATATTGTATAAATGGATATTTTTCATCCAAAATAAAATTATCAAATATTCTAAATAAATCCACTTTTTTATTTCGTTCTAGTAAATAGGCTCGAATAACAGATTGTGTCACATAATTTTCTTTAAATATTTTTGAATAATCCTTCTTATTTTTTTTTTTGGCAAGTTCAATATCTCTCATGGGTTCATTCTCAAGTATTAAATTATTTTTTATAGTTTCATACACCATTTTAAGTCGATTATATTCTGGATTATGGTTCACATTGGTTTCTTTTTCATTTAGAAAATCTAAAATATTTCCTAAATCTTCGGGTCTTATTTTGGGAAAATATATTTTTAAATACACATCTATTAAATTTTTTTGTTCTTCAAAATTAGGATCATAATTTAATCCTAGTTCATTATAAATATCTACCATAAATATTTCATTATAAGTAAAATAGCCTTGATAATCATATAAAATATTATTATCATCATCTTCTCGTTTAATTTTACCTTGTCTTCTTATATTATCTCTCAATAATTTGAGATTTCCTCTTAATTCCTCATAAATTCTTAAATTTGTATTTGGTTCTACATCTAATTTTAAAATATCATTTTTAATGATCCATTTTTGTCCAATCATAATTTTTTCTAAATTTCCATTGTAAAGATATTCAGACCAAAGATATTGATGTGACGGAATTATATAAGTACTTTCACCATATTTATTATTATTTTTAAATCCACAACATATTTTATCTTTGATTATTCTGATACTATCATCTTTGTATATATATTGGTGTGTGATATAATTTTTATCAATAACATCTTTTAAATTTTCATCAAACATATTATTATCTTTATTTTTATCAAATTCTAATATTTTTTTATTAATCATATCATATTGTTCGTTACTAATTGCATTTTTTATTTCTCTAGTTGTTAATTTAACATTAACATCAGTTTCATCCAAATCATTAAATAATAAATCAATTCCTTGTAAATCTTCCTCTACTTCAGATTCAAATAATTTAACATTTTGATCATCTTCAATGTCTTCAAAATTAAATTCATCTTGTGCAACATCTCCAAACTCAATATCAGCAGTATCATCATCTTGGCCTCCAATCATAGGTATTTGATTAATTTGATTATAATAATCTAACTCGTCTGGTTCGATATCTATTACTTCAGCATCAGAATCAGTATCAAAATCAACTCCTCCGAACATTTCAATATTATCATTATATTCATTATCTGATTTATTTATGTCCAAATCATCCGATGAATATTCATCAGAATAATTTTCTGAATTATCATTTGAACCATCATCTGAATCATCATCCGAAGGATCTTCTCTACACCAGGCAGCATTATCTTCTTCCTCATTAATGATACTAAATGGTTTGTTTTGATTACCATTAATATTATAATTAATACGTGATATCGTATCAGGGAAATTATCGATGGGTAATTCTCTAGATTGTCTATTACTTGTTGTATAATCAATAATATCTTCTAAATCTTCTTGTTGTCTACGAATATTTCGATTAAGAGTTTTACGTTCTCTTTCTTCTTTAATCAAATATTCATAATTATAAATTGTTGTTTCCATTCTTTTTTTATAATTGGTAAAATGTGTATTAATCCACTCATTATTATACATTGATTTTAATTCTTTCATTCTCGTTGAATTTTTCAAGGTTAATTCTTTTGTATTATTGATATGATAACTATTAAAAAATTTTTCATACCAATAATTTCCATAATTTTTCTCAAGAATATCTATTTCTCGTGAATCTAGAGAAGTCAAACTTGAATATAAATCTAAATTTTTTATTTTATTCAATATACGCATACAATTATCATCTACAATATCACCGATAAATATATTGATGTGATATTGGACCCTACCATTGTTATTTTTGTATTTATGTATAATTTTGATCGGATCATCCATATCTATCTATATCATTATAATAGAAAAATTATAAATAAAGCGTAACCTGCCTTTAATATATTAAACGTTAATACAATTAATATATTATTATCTGTTACGATAATAAATTTTCATTGATAGTTAATCCACAATATTCCACTGGATTTTCTTCGTAATTATTTTTTTCGTATATATTTATATCAATACTTATTTTTAATAAAAAAATGAAAATTTTTTTAAATAATTCTGTATGATCTATTTCAGGACAAGCAACATGTGCTAATTCATGTATTACGACATACATAATTAAATTCATATCATGTAATTCTTTGGTATGTTGTGATCTTAAACACAATGCTATTTCATCTCCTTTATTGACAGTATAACTAGTATATTTTCCATTTGGTGGATTTTCGAATAATATTATATTATTTATTCTATCGCAAAATTGTTGTATATAGGATTGATATTCTGGATATTTATTTATATTTTCTTTTAAATAATCTTTAAGATAAAATATTCTTTTATCAATAATACTTAACATATATGCTGCTTCATCTTTATTTTCTAAATTTTGTACCAGATATTCTTTATTATTGAGAGAGGATTTGGTATATGTTGCTTCTGTTTTAGATGATCTTCCTATAAAATATACTAAACCTACAATAATAACTACTATTATTAGTTGTAAAAAGATGTATTTAGTCATGTATTTGTATTATATCAAGATATTAAATGCATTTGAACATGATTTTAGACAATGTTTCTAAGTTTATGATTTATAGCAAAATTGTAAACCACAACTTGGAACAATTATCTAAAATAATGTATTTATATGAGTAATGTAATATTATAACTCTAATAATTAATTGCATAAAATATATTTATAGAAATTTTCTCTCGAATAAGTATAATAATGGGAAATAATTCCAGTCGAGAAAATATATCTGAAACGAATGATATTAGCATGTTAAAGGAATATTGGAACAAGAAAAATCAGGGTTATAAGAATTCTGACGAAATCTATCCAGAACAATATGATAAAAATGGTTATGTGAAACATTTAAATGTGTATAATGATCCCAAACATAATATATATCTTCCATACATAAGTGATAAAAAAGATTTTGATTCAGATTATGAACCAACGATTGTATCTGATACGGCGAGTCTTCGATATGTAGAAATCGAAATATGTGAAGGTGATTTTGATAAATACAGGGAAAAATATGCTGTTAATAAATCACGTCCCAGACATGATTGTGGACCTAATTGTCCTTGTATTGGTGATTCAGAATCGTGTATAATTAGACGACAAAATAATATTGGACAAAATAATATCAGACAAGATATTTATAGCCCCACTAGCGAAAATCCATACGTTAAAAACATGAAAGGTGGTGCAAATAATGTTTTATCAAATACATCAATTAATGACGATAGTGATATCACTTCTGATATGTTAAGCATGACTTCTGATTCTGATAATACATCAGAACCTAATTTTATTTCGCGAAAAAATAATGGAATTAACAAATCCAACAATAAATCATTAAATAATAAATCATTAAATAATAAATCGTTAAATAATAAAATTTCAGATAATAATTTGATTTTCGATTCAGATGATATTAATACTACAATTAGTATTGATGATGAAGATGATACAGATGATGAAATATTAGAAGGTATTGACGATGAAATAGAAGAATCAGGTTTCGCTTATGATAAAAGTGATATTGCTACTTCTGATTTATATGAGATGCAGAAACGTATATTCCAATCAAGTGATTATGATAATCGTGATAATGAATTATCCACTGATTTATCTGATAATAATTTAAATATTAATGATGATGATACTACTGAAAATGTAAGATGGGCTATGCAACGTATTAATCTTCGCAAAACTTTATTTGACGAAGAAGATAATGACATATTACAAATGAATTCACCATCTGATAATTTTGACACTCGTCCAATAAAGAGAAATAACAAATATCAATAAATATATTGATAATTATTGACATATAATTATTAACATATAATTACCAATACCATTATAAATAAAATATTTCATGTTCTTATAATTTATTAAATCTTGTTATAACATATAATCAATTATGGGAGCATCTGCATCTACTAATCAACAAACAATTCAAAACAATATTCTAAATCAAGCATATAATACTTGCCCAAATATTGGAACTACAAATATTATTGATCTTTCAGGCATTAAATTTGAGCCTCCTCCTGATTGTAATCCTCCATCTGAAATGATTATTGGTCAAACAGCTACAGTTGATGCTAATTGTTTATTAACTAGTTTACAATCTAGTGCTGCTGATATTGCTGCACAATTAAATGCAGAAGCTAAGGCAGGTTTAGGTATAGCTGTATCGACTAATATTAATGATGTCAAAAATAGTATTAATCAAATAACAACAAATAGTTGTGCTAATGTATCTACAACAAATAAAGCTACTATAAAAGATACTGTTATTAAATCATGTAAATTTCAAGTTATTCAAGATGCTACATTAAATGTTTCATGTCAAATCAATGCTACACAAGATTTAGTTTCTAAAATAGCTAGTAATGCTGCAACTAGTGCTGAAGGTGGTAGTATATGGGGATTATTATTTGGTTCAGGTATTGGAGGAATTATTGTAGGAATTATTGTGGTTATTGTAATTATAGCAATAATTGGTGTAGTAATTTATTTTGTTTCAAAAAATAAATCCAATGTAAATACCGGGGACCTATTAAATAAACAAACATTAGAAGAAGCCGCTTTACTTGGTGGTTTCAATAAATTTTTACAAGGAGGTTTTGATAACATAATTAATAATCCATCAAATATATTTGGAAATATAAAAAATACTACAACTTACAAAATATTAATTATTTCGATTTTAGTTTTGATAATTGTTATTTTATACAAAATACTTGTTATTCATTATAGTAATCAACCTAATCAACCTGATCAACCCAATAATCAACCTAATCAACCTGATCAACCCAATAATCAACCTAATCAACCCAATAATCAACCTAATCAACTTGATCAATTAAATCAATATAATCAACTCAAACAAATTAATCGACAATATGACAATCAAATATCTGGATATTATCAACAACCAATATATCATCAATATAATCCAAACATACAGTATTACAATACAAATGGTTTCGTATATTAAAATTATACATATTTACTTAATTTGATTTATTCAATCAAATATAATAAATCTAGTCATATGTTATAAAGATAATGGGAGCCTCTGCATCGACTAATCAACAAACAATAGAAAATAATATGATTAATTCTGCATATAATAGCTGTGGTACTGTTGGAGCTGTTAATGTTGTGTCTATGAGTGATATTACTTTTGATCCACCTGCCGATTGTAATCCTCCGTCAGTATTTGATATTAGCCAAGCAACAACTGTTAGTTCTAAATGTTTAATAAGTAGTTTACAATCAAGTGCTGCAGATGTAGCGGCAAAATTAAGTGCTGAAGCTAAAGCTGGATTAGGATTTTCTGCTTCGACTAATATCAATGATATCGTTAATAATATTAATAATACAGTTACTAATAAATGCGCAAATGTATCAACGACAAATAATGCTAATTTAAAAGATATGATCATTAAATCATGCGATATTAGAATTGCCCAAGATGCTAAAGAAAACGATGTATGTCAAATTAATGCAACACAAGATGAAATTGCTAAAATTGCTAGTGCATCTGCTGCGACTGCTACAGGCGGTAGTTTATTGGGAGACATATTTGGTTCTGGAATTGCCAAAGTTATTATTATTATTGTTATTATTATTGCTTTATTAGGTGGTGGTTTTTTCTTATTCAAAGAATTAACCAAAAAGAAAGATAATGGTACTGGAAATGGGAGTGGAACTGAATCGGAACTAGTACAAAAAGCAGAACTAGCTGCTTTATTAGGTGGTAATATTACTAGTTCTTTGAATAATTTTTTCAGTTCAAATAGTAGAGAAAATAAAACAATCATTATTATTATTATGTTAGTCATAGTTGTATTGATTGCATTCATTGTTTATAATTATCTTGAATGTAAAAGACGTGAACGTGAAATGCAAAAAAATAGATTATATGTTTATTAAATAATTATTAGAAATAGTAATTATTTAACAATTTATTATAAATCCAATTCGCCATCATCAATACTTGATTGTTTAACATTATCACCATACATCCAATTTCCTAAATTTTTACATTCAAGTTTACGTGTATTTCCAATATATGGTAAATTTTGATATTTTGGCTCAATTTTCCTATTTTTCTGAGATTTTAATACTAATTTAGTTGTTTTTGAACCATTCATTATAACATTCTTTTTTTTTGAATCAGGTACAAATTCTAAAATACTACGACGACCTTTACGTTTATTTTCTTCTGTAATCTTATATTCATCAAACAATTTATTGACACTTCTGGAATCAATCATTAGTTCCAAAATTTGTGTAGCTGGTTTAATTATTTGATGTTCCAAATAGTACAAATAATCAATTTTCATATTATTTTGTATTACGTAATCTGGATGTTCAATTAAATCTCCTTGTAATATATCTTTTTTCTTTTTATTACCCATATCTTTTACAACATATACAAATGGTATTCTGTCATTAATTTGAGGTTTATTTCCAGGATCACGAATTGCCATTCTATCAGCTAATACTTTATGAGCAATTGTGGATGGTTTCTTATATTTCGATTTTAATGTTTTACTAATTATGAATTTATCAATAGGATATTCACCGTTCATTAATTTAGACAATACATTTCTAGTATATTCTACAGCCTTGTCAATATCTCTATTTTTTAGAATATAATCAATAATTCCACCAACAACTATTTTAACTATAGGTGCATTATCACGTCGTTTTAATACAATTCCCATAGATTTCAAGAAATATTTATTTGGATTTGTTTCAAACAAAAGTCCAACATATTTCTTTTTTGCCACTAAAATAAATGGATGAAATGTTTTCTCATATACAATACTTTGTGGTTTAGGTACATTTTGATTAATTAATTTAGCTGCTCTTTGACATTTAGCAATTGTTTGTATTAGTGCTTCTTTATCTGTTCTTTCTTGGCCATTTTCATCTTTTATGTGGAAATTAATAAAAATAGAATCAGTATTTTTCACGATCAATTCGCCAATTCCTGCGTGGAAAGTTCCAGACTCAGTTTCAAGATCATATACATATTCTCCATTAATTGATGTATCTTGTAATTGTATAATTTTATTTATACAATATGGCTCATTAATATTATCAATTATACACAATTTGTATGAGGATTCAATCAAATCAATAACAATATTGTATTCCAAACATTTCATTAAACAATATATTATTTGTGCATTAATTTTATTATTGGTTATGTATTCTTTATCATTTCCTAAATATCCTAATAAAAAATATTTTTTTATTTTTTTGCTGCAATTCAATATTTCATTTGATATATTTTTATTTTGTTTTCTATATTCTGATCCAATGAAATAAGCTTTCATCTTTTCATTATTCCATTTTTTATTTGATTCTATCATACAATCAAATAACTCGGATGTTATATCCAATTCTTTATAAATTTCCAATGATAATTTGTTATGATTATTATTTATTTCGGGAAAACCATGTAATAATTCTGTTCCAATTTTACAATCTATTGGTTTTATAATATTTTTATTGGTATCTAACAATGAATGATCTTCTGTGACATCTATACATCCAGTATTTGTGAGTACTCGATATAATTTTTTTACGGTTTTATGTCTAATCACTCGTTTAATTTTAGCCCACCCATTACTTGTCCACACTTCTCCGTTAAAATCAGCCTGTTGTTTATATTTTCTATTAGAATTAATCTCATGTGATTTGAATATATCATATGGTTTCCATTTTTCTCCTAATTCTTTAATAGTTACGATATTAATATTATTATTTTTATCTTTTATCATAATCGGTGTGTCTCCAGTAACAGAATCCCCATAGATAACTTCCGATCCTGGGAAATTATCTTCTACCATTTTGCGAGCATAATGCAATCTTTCTCTACCAATAGCAGTAGTTGATGCGGCAATTGCAATAAAAAATATTGGGGACGTTGGTGCACCTGTTTGACCATAAAGTGAATTAGCTGTTACTTTAAATGCCAATTGTAAAGCATTGAGAATAGCTTTAACAAAAGAATCTTTTTCAACAGCCAGTCTTCCATTTGTTTCTTTTCGTTTATTAAGAAGTTCTGTTAAAATTTCTGGTAAAATACCATATCTAACCATTTTACCATCTACTATGTTATACACTTTAGATTTTTCATCATTCATACTTTTGGTAGCTTTTTCACGTTCCATAGTAATCATTTCTTCACGCTCTTCTTTAGAAATTATATATTTTTCAAGAACATTTTTAATATTTTCATTGTATGTCTTTTCTATTTTACCTATTTCTTTAGATTTTTGATCTGCATCTAATGATTTATCAATATTATCGATCGATAACTTTTTCTTGATACTTATTTCTTTAATTTTCTCATCAATTTCCAAATATATTTTCAATCTATTTTTCATTTCTATTTTTTCAATTTCTATTAGTTTGGCTTTTTTCTTTGTCGAAAAATCATCATTAAATGAAATATCTTCTATTCTTGAATCTGTAATTAATTTTTCTTTTTTTATTTTGTCCTCAATATTTTTTATAGTGAAATATGTTTGTTGTAATATTGTTTCAATATTATTATCCATTGTTTTATTAATTTTATCAAATACATCTTTCATTTCTGTATTAATTTGTTTGTCACTAATTAATTCTTGTGCAAATCTATGATGTTCCTTTTTGGGAGAACCATCAAGATTTCTTATTATTTTACCTTTTTTATCTTTCAAAATAATTGTGACGTCATGATATATATATCCCGGTAAATTATCGTATTTATTATCATTAATATAACATTCCGGAGATAAATTTCTCTCCCTCATAGAATTCGGATAAAGTGAAGAATAATCTAGAACACCAATTGGAGATAAATAAACATTAGGTTTTGGTGTAATAACTGTTGCTCCTTCATATGTATTATCATCATCACCATCATTATCTTTTTTATTTCTTCTTAATACTGGAATCAAGAAATTTTTCTCCCGACATTTTTTAGATACTAAACTAAAAATTTTAACTCCTTGTCCTCTTAAAAATAAATAAGATAATGGTACATGACATACTTTTGCCATACCAACACTATTAACAATAATTTCTAATTTGGCTAATAGTAAATTTACTAACTTACAATCCTTAATACAATATTTAGCAATTTGCCTAATTTTTTTAGGATCACCTTCATTAAAATATTTATTTATTAATGTATGATGCATATCATCCTTAGCAAAAGTCCAATAAACTCGTAATAATTTATTAGTTAATACTTCTCTCAATTGTTCAGTATCTTTTTGAGATATTTTAGTTTTAATTGCTTGATATGAATATGTAACATTTTTTTTCTCGTTTTCATCATAAACTGTTTCTGTAATTCCATCAATATCAATAACTTTGTATTTTGCACCTTCACAAAGAGGTGATGAAGAATATCCATCATCTACCATAATTTGAATATATGAATCTTTTTCTAAAGCCTTAGTACTTTCAGTATAAATACTAATATCCAAATTTTCATCATCATTATTTTTACCGGTTTCTACACATCTTAATGCTTTCTGAGTAATAAAATTAGCGGATACATTATCTAGTTTATATCCAATTAATCTATGATCACGTTGAATAACTTTCATCATATCCACGGAAATAATACCCGGTACTTGGAAAAATTTCAATTCATTATCACCTAAAGCAGATGAACTAAGATTTTTAATTTCAAAATATGTTAAAGATTTTCTAATTCCTTCATGTTGTCTAGTATTAGAATCATCTGTTAATTTATTAACACCTTCATTTTCAATAAGGTATACATTATTAACTTTACCCATAATATTTAATATTTCATCCAAAAATCTATTCTCTAACTCATTAACACTAATACCTTGTCTATCGGCTTCTTCGCGATCTATTCTATTAATTCTATCAAAAATATATTTGTCGTCAAAACCAAAATTATTATATCCACCTTTAAAATCTGGTCTAATCTCGGATATTTTTTTTGCCCATCCACGGATCAAACCTTTTTCTGTTTTATAACATTCTACATTAGTGCCTTTTATTCTTGCACATTTCTTTAGAGTCAAAATATATTGTTCATAACATTCCATAGAACCATATCGATACATAGTGATTCCAATTTGAATAATTTTATCTGTTTCTCGATCGGCTTGTGGAAAATTATGATCACAAGATACACACTCAATATCATAACCCATAATCTTTAATGGTGCCATACGATCATCATTACTTGATGGTTTAATATGTTTCCATTGGACACTATAAGAATAATCACAGTTTGAATATTCACTATTATTTTTTAGATTTTTATTATCAATAGTTACCCAACCACAAGAAGATAAATTATTAATATGCATACATCGAATGTGTGGTTCAATATTGGATTCAAATCTTTGATACAACATTGGTTCTTTTGTTAGTCCTTCTGTTTTTAAAGGTCTGGCCAGTACATTAGAAAACTCACGCATTGCAATTTGACTTTTAAATACTAACATAACGAAATTAAAATATTTTTTTTTTGTAAAGTTGTAAAAATTATGTTTTTCTACCATTTTATAATTTACCAATGAATTGCTAAGATCACAAGCATAATTTGGATTATTATTGGTTGTCCAAGATACTTTTCTTTTTAGGTAATAAACAAATTTATCAACATGTTTTTTTTTCCAATTAGTTGGAATTTGAACATAAAAATAAGGGGTAAAATCCGTTACTTTTATACATACATCTTTATCATCTTCAGTTCTACCAAATAATTGTATCACATATTTCTTTTCATCTTCGGGATCTGTTTCATGATACGAGTTCCAATCTGTTATTTGAAATTCTAAAACTTTATGATCGACTGAATTATTTATTAAAACCATGTATAATTATATTTATTTACTCGAAAAATTTATATATATACATCTATTTTTTCAACTTTTTCAATCCTAATATTTTTTTAAATCAATAGTTTAAAAAAATATTCGATCGAATTAAAATTATTAGCTCACATAATAATCATTACCATTTTCTTTAAAATAACATATTGATTCCTCATCAATATAACATTTAAATATATATTTTTGTTTTACTAATCGCAAATTACAATCATATTCTTCAAAATTTATGGTTATATCTTTTGTATATGATTTATATTTTCGACTATTTTTCATCAAGTCTGTTACCAAAAATTTCCAATAAGTCAAAAATTCGTCTGTTATGATTGATTCATCATCAAAATATTTTATCACATTTTCATACAATGAAATTCGATAATCACTGGAAAATACATTGGAAAAATTCTTATATGTATTATCATTATCAGTATTTAATTTAATCCAAGATAAAAACGATGTGATACTATTTTTAATCGGACTTAAATCTTCTTGTGATTTTTCTTCATATATTGACATATTGGCATTTATAAAATCTTGTATATTTCCTACCCCATCCGAAATTTTTTCTAGATAATTATTACCACGTTCACTATCATATCCAACATCTGATGTAACATCAGATGACATATTATTATCATCATCATCCATATAATATTCTTTATTAGGTTGATTATTAGTATCAGATTGATTATTAGTATCGCATTTATTATCGTCAGACATTATTAAAAATTTTATATTATGATATTGTGACAAAGATTTATATTGTTTCAATATAAGATAACTTAAACTAATAATAAGTATATTTGGAATTATGAATCGTTATAGTACATATAACACGCGTTCTAATATTTATTATAAAAAAAATAAACGCATACAAAATATATTTAATTTAAAAAAATTAATATTTCCGCCCATTACAGATATGAAAATTAATAAAATAATGATTGATACCGAATCAATAAAGTATATAACATTCAATACTTCTGCTCAAGAAATAACCAATATTATTATTAATAGCATGAATGATTTTCCGTGTCCACTTGATAAAGAACTTAATAATTGGATTTCAATTAATAATCAAGACAAAGTTAAAAATCTTACAATTACTGAAATGACAGCTGGTGTTGGTGGTAATGTTTTAAATTTCGCAAAATTTTTCAAATTTGTGAATGCTATCGAGATTAATAAAATAAGATATGATTATTTAAAATCTAATGTCAAATTGTATGAATATGAAAATGTAAATTTTTACAACGATAATTCTGTAGATTTATTGATTAACCAAAATAATATTATCCAAGATATTGTTTTTTTTGATCCTCCTTGGGGAGGAAGAGATTATAAATTACATAAAACGTTGCGATTGGATTTTGATAAATTTAGTATTGAATCTATATGTAGTGAACTTTTAACAAAATCAAAAACAAAAATGATAGTTATGAAATTGCCTAGTAATTATGATTTTGATTTTATGTTTGAAACATTAAAAATATATAAAATAGAAAAATATGTGCTTGATAAAATGGTCATTGTTATAATTAAATTATTTATTAATAATTTGATATAATATATCAAATTATTATTCAGACAATAAGTCTTGTCTAATATAAAATAGTAAATATGCTGTTGAAGAAATAACACGATCTGGTGATATCTGATTTACATCTTTATCATTAAATGAATACCATTTATTGGTATTAATATCTAAATTATAAGTGTAGTAATGACCATGATCTAATCCTCCAGTGTGATTAATTACACACTGTAATTTGTATTTGTAATTATTATTGGGTTCTATTTGATTACCTGATATTAAATCTGATACATCCCAGTTTTGCATCGGAAAATCAACTATTCTATTATCTTTATATTGTCTCATTAGTCCAAATCTTTTGAATTGAATAACTAAAACATGAGGTAGTGTCCATAATTTTAATTTTTTAATAGCACTTACATTATGGTGACATTTTTCGCAATTCCAAGAATTATTTTTATCTAAAACTTCATCATTAAAATATTCTTTTAAACAATCATTAATATTAAGTGACATGGATTTCATTGGCATAGGTAATGCCAAATGTGTAAATGGTTCAAATTTATTGCTAACATATCCACATGAAATATCTGGACAACATAAACTAGAATGTTGAAATCCAGTAAACATTTCCATAACATAACTATAATTTTCTCCGTAATGTCTTTTCATCGTGCTGTAAGAATTCATCATTAATGCTTCTTTTGGCATTTCATTAGTTTTTGTGTAGTACAATTTTAGTAATTCATCACGTTCGGTAATATTATTAGCACGTGAGATTTTTTCGCGCATATTTTGTGTAAAAGTTAGAAATTCCATTACACTTGTGTTTTGCATTCTAAATTTTATATTTTTTTTTTCGGATAATTCTTCTTGTATTTTTTGAAGAATACAAGTGTAAGCTTCTTCTGCATCATGATGTTCATATCCGTAAAAAAATTTATCACGAGCTTCACAAAATAATATTCTAAAACTAGTTGGTATGACAATGCAATTTTGTTTCCACATATGTTCAAAAAGTCTAATTAATTGAACCGTTATTGTGTTATTAAGAATAATATTTATTTCTTCCGTGTTAAGTGTTGTATGGTTATAATTGGGGCTAATTAATTTTTTTTTTAATTCGATAGGAATATTATTATGATTATTTAATTTGAATTTTTCGCAATCTTTTAATATTGTTGTGGCATTTTTTAATAAAGTGATATATATATCATTTTTGTTACTAATCATATAATTAACTAATATAGGATTATGAGCAAGTGCTTGTATTGCGCTATTCATATAGCATGTGTTTCCAAGATTAACTATTCCTGTCAATCCATAAGCCTTAGATTGAAAACCTGGTTTAGGATTATTTATGACAATATCAGATCGATTCATTTTGATTATATTATATAATCATTCAAATTATTATTTATGTTGAAATATATTCAATTTTTTCATAATATTAAATATATTTTATGCGATATTAAAAATACCTAATTATATTGATATAGTTATGAATTCTAATATAATCGAACAGTTTATATTACTTGTTAAGCAAATTGAAGCAGAATATTTGAACGCACAAGTAGAAAATAACCCAAAAGAAATAAGTGCACATAAGTTCCGATTACAAAGTAATAAAAGAATTCTTGGAATAATAAAAAATATTGATTTTGAAATAACAGATCCATCAGATTTGAATGGTATACAGGGAATTGGTGATGGTACAAAACGTAGAATTGCGGAAATTCTTGAAACTGGTAAATTAAGTGAACTCAAAAATAAATACGATAAAAAAAAGCAAGAAAAAATAAATAGTATTCAAGAATTAGAGCGTGTAATTGGTATTGGTAGTTCAACTGCCAAAAAATTAATAACAAAATATGGCATAACAAGTGTTAAAGAACTAAAAAAAGCGATAAAATCTGGTGAAGTAGAAGTTAGTAATGCAATTTTATTAGGATTAAAATATTATGGTATTGTGGAAGGTAATATTCCTAGGAAAGAAATAGATCAGGTAGAAAAATATTTAGAAAAACAAGCTGAAAAAATTAATGAAGATCTCGAAATTATGATTTGTGGATCATATCGTCGTGGTAAAGCTACTTCTGGTGATATCGATGTTTTAATATATCATCCAGGTATGAAAACTACAAAAGAAATGTTAAATCCTGAAAAATATGATTTGGAACCATATTTTGAAATATTTATATCAAATCTAACTAAAAATGGATTTTTATTAGACCATATGACAGATGGATCAAATAAAAAATATATGGGATTTTGTAAATATAAATCAAATCCAGTAAGAAGAATAGATGTTAGATTTATTCCATATCAAAGTCTTCCATCAGCTATGTTATATTTCACTGGTCCTTATGAACTTAACACAATAATGAGATCATCCGCCAAAAAAAGAAAAATGATATTGAACGAATATGGATTATACAAAGTTGATGCAAACGAAATAAAAACACCAGTAAAAATAAAATCTGAAGCTGATATTTTTAATGCTTTAGGAATGGATTATTTAACACCACAAGAAAGAGAAACATTTAATACAGGTAAAATTAATAAATCTAAATAATGCTAAATATTAAGTTTATATTTACAATATTATTGTAAATATAATCTTAAAATATTATCATATGTTCTCATTATATTTTTTTCATCATATTTTTAACTACAATATTTGATACAAATTCTGCTAATGGTCCAATATTGATTGTATTTTCTTTATACATATTTGGTTTAATAATATTATTTTCAATATATTCTGCATTTTTATCCATAAATTCTTTAATAGCTGGACTTAAACAGGATAAATCTAAATTTGGATAATTATGACTACATAATCCCAAAGTTATATCAATACCTGCTTTAGCAATTTTGATTTTTTCTTTAATTTCCATTTGTGAAGGATGTAAAGATCTTAAATCATATACCAAATTTGACATTCCCAATAATGTAGCCAGATCAATAATTTCATCAATTTTACGCCAATTTTCAGCATATATTTTTCGTCCATCAATTTGTGAAGTTTGAATATAATTGACAATATGATCAAATGCTTCTAAATTTAAATTAACATAAAGATCTGCTTCATCAGTACTTCTTTCTATTAACCAAGCAAAAGAATTATATGATTTATTAAATTCGAATATTTCTTTTGTTAGAATGTGGCAAAAAAAACAATATGTATTTTGTGTTATCATAGAATCAAGAAGTACTTGTCTTGTTAAATGATATACTTTAGTTTTATTATAAACATGAATGATTTTAAATGAGTTCACAATTTCTTCCATTTGTGAAGTTAAATTAAATTCTGTGTCTGTCATTTAATATATTTTATAAACATTATTAAATGTTTATATTTAATACATTTGTTCTATTAAAATCCAGGTTTTTTGAGATTTAATGGTAATAATATCACTTTGATTACTCCAATTAATACGTAACCAAATTTTAGAATTTGGATGTGTTATGGTTACGGGGAATATATGTTGCAAAGTATTATTTAATGTTTTGTTAAAAACAATTTCATTATTAGCTGGAATTATTTCTTTTACTTCTTGCAAATTATTTTTGGCATATATATAACCATTTAATGTTAAATTATTAATTCCAGAAAAATTAATATTTAAAGTTATTTTATAAGTACCTGGATTAAAAAATATTATATATTGTTCTTCTGGTATAATATTAATATTATTTTCAATTTTTTCAAATTTTAAATCAAAAACATGAAGTGAATTCAATGCAGGTATTAATACATCTTCGCTAATATATGCGTAATATAATGCATCTGATGGTGATTTTATTATACTACATGATTCATTTGAATTTATATCAATAGAAGATATTATATCACTTCCATTGTATGTTTCTATAATATTATTATCCTTATTTGTATTATTATTATTTGTATTATTATTATTTGTATTATTATCAAAATTTAATAAGGCCCAATAATTTTGATTTTGAATATCGGTTCCTTTCGGAGGATAATCAATAGATATATATGTATATCCATTATGTATAACAATATTGTTTACTGAATAAGTTTTTTGCATTTTCCAAATTCCTTGATAAATAACATTATTATTAATAAATACGTCCCAATATAATGATCCATTATGTGGTATTTCATCATTATTATTAGTTGTAGCAATATATATAATATTATTTAGCATAGTTAAATCTCCAATATCATAATAATAATTTCGACGCCATATGCCAGTATATTTTAGATAATTATTTTTTGCTAAATAATTATTGTTGCATATTGGAAGACAAATATTACGATAGTTATCATTATTTATTTTAATATTTGGATAATTTGTTTCACACATTAATTGTTTTACACATGTATCAATACATGAGTCACTATCTGATGAATCAGAATTTGTATCACATGGATTTTTACTGCATATTTTTAACATTAATTTCCATCCAGGAACATTACAAATATTTGTACATCTTGATAAAGGTCCTGTTTTTGTTTTACAAGTATATACATAAATACTATTGCAACAACAAGTATTAACAGTTACTACATCGTTATAATAATATATTTTACATGGATCATAATTGCATCTATATTTAAACCCTTTACCTTGCATACCTTTATCACCCTTATTACCATCATTTCCTTTATTACCATCATTTCCTTTATCACCTTTTTCTGCTGTACTTCCAGATTCGCCCTTTGATCCGATATCACCCTTTGATCCAATATCACCCTTTGATCCAATATCACCTTTTGATCCAGTTTCTCCTTTCATATTGGATGATCCTGAATCGCCTTTTTGACCTTTATTACCAATACGTCCTTTTAATCCTTTTGATCCATTTTGACCTTTTATACCTATATCACCTTTATCACCTTTTCCCATTATAGTACTACCATCACCCTTTTGACCTTTTAATCCAGGATCGCCTTTTAAACCATTCTTTCCAGGATCACCTTTATCACCTTTACATGATATTTCAATATTGTATTCTTCATGGCATTTACAATTATATCTTTTACAAGAATTGCAAGACTTCATTGAATTTGTAACTCCGTGTCTAAAATTATTGCTGGATAATGTAATAATTTCTCTTGGAAATGCATTATGTAAATTAGTTACAACCAAAATTAATTCCGATTTTTTAGGAAAATATTTCATTTCATATGAATTATCTTTATCTCGTGTACTAAATATAGTAACTGTATCAGTATTATCACCATAATTCGTAATTTTATTGTTATTTCTATGTAAATATTCCATATAAGCCTGGTTATAATTAAAATTTTTTGATATATCATCTTGCGTATATTTGTTATTCATGAATAAATAATATAATAATAATGAGATAAATATAAAATCGATAAGTTATATATTTAATATATCAAGAATATTGAATATATAACTTGTTTATATATTCTAAATATGATTTATAAATATTTTGTGGAATAGTTTTAGTATACCAATATTGTTTTGGAATTCCTCCATTTGACAAAATACTATTTTTTTCTGTATCTAAATAATTTGAATAATTTCTTATGTAATCCTTAAATTTATAATTATATTTATTAATTAAATACTCCATTTGTTTGATTAATTTATTTGGTTTAATACTTTCATTATTAATTCGTGTTTCAATATACCATATACACCATGCCATACAAAAACCCATAGGATCTTTTTCTACATAATTAAGTTCATTCATTTCATCTGAATAAATTTGAAATGAAATGGTTTTGGTAATTTTTTTTGGACTTAAATATTTGATATTGGGCAAATATTTTAATATTTTATCAATAATAAAATTATCAATATCTTCTGATTTAAAATATGGAACATTACCATAAGGATCAAATCTTTCGAGATTATTTTTTTCAATGTCTAAAATTAAAATATTGGCATGATTAAATCTTGGATTTATTAATGTGAGTTTAATAATTATAAATTTATAATTATTACTTTTAATTGCCCGTTTAATTCCTAAAATTAAATCCGGTGAAATAAAATAATTTATAGGATTTTGCCAGATAATAATATGATTTATTAAAATAGGTGAATGATTAATATAATCGTTTAGTATTGTACCTATATTTTTATTATAATTTTTTATTTCTTGTTTTAATTTATTTTTTGATTGTGAACCGAATGGTATACATAATTGTTTATATTTTTTTAGTAAAAATGATAAATAACATATATAATTATATGTATATGCAGTAAAATGAGTAATATTAACATTTGGTGTTACTATTAATTTTATTATATTTCGTGATTTATGTTTGATTGGATAAGATTGACCATTAATTATTTTATCTATGATTATTTTTTGATATTCATCTTTGAAGTTATCTATTTTTAAATTTTGTGAAATGGTATTATCAATTGTATCTATCCAATTATTATTATTATGAACAAGTTGAAATAAATACGATTTATAAACCATATTAATAAATAATTTAAAATCTGATTTATGTACATGATCAATTGGCTTAATATTAATTTTATTGGGTAAATAAATATCTAATTTTTTGGTGGATAATACATCTGTAAATAATTTCCAATTATCTAACTGTAAAATTAAATTCAATATTGAATTTCCATATTTATCTGGAAAATTAATATTTTGTGTATTGATAATGAAATATTTTATTAATTTCGCACTAAATAATGTATTATTATACATAACATGATGACATGCTGATTTAAAATTTTTATCACGAATATTAATACTAGCACCATAGTATAATAGTAATTTAACTATACGAGAATTACCAGATAATATACTCATAATTAATGGATTATAATTATTATCGGCACCAGAATAATTAATTTTTGCGTTATGTTCTAGTAAATATTTTACAAGATGGTAATTATTTTGTTGTACACAAACAGATAATGTTGATATATAATTATTATTTATTTGATCGACATCAATTCCAAAATTAATAAAATGATTGAGTAAATTTATTTTTGTACCCAAATCGTATTTACTTTGTATTACAGTAAAAATTGATTTATTTGTACATTCATTTAATTCTAAATTATTCAACAAAAATAGTACCATTTCAGTATTATTGTTCAAGATGTAATAATCTATTAAACTATAATTATAATTAATTAAATGATCATGTATAGAATAATTAATCAGTATATGTTTAATTATTTCAATATTATCGACAATATAATGTAAAACACGATAATCCAATAAATTGGATAAATAAATTATATTCATATCGACACTAAATAAATATTTTAATAATTTAAAATTTTTTAATTTAGAGGCTATATGAGCAACAGTATCTCCTTCTAGATTTGGTTGTTTGATAATTTCAAGCATTATATTTCTGGGTACAGTCTTAATGAGTTTATTTTGATTATGATATGCTAAATAATGTAAAGATCCATTTATTTGATCAATAATATAATCCCAATCAATAGCATTTATTTTTATGTATTTTTTTATTATTTTCCAATTATAATTCCTAAGTTGATTCGCTATTGTTTCCATATTAAATACAAAGTATATATTTGATATTATTTAATTTATGATTTATTATATAAAATAAATATATGAATAAATGAATCTCGTAATACAAGAATTTAGTATTGGCGATAATTATGAGCAATATTTATTACTGCTCAAACAATTAACATCACTTAACCCTAATAATATAACCAGACAACAATTTAATGATCAAATGATAAAAATATTATCAAATCCAAATCATAAAATTATTGTTGCTAAATGTGATGATATTATTGTTGGTTCAATAACAATTTTGATTGAACCAAAAATAATACATGATTTATCTTATGTCGCTCATATAGAAGATGTTATTGTTGATAGTAATTACAGATCATATGGAATTGGTGGAGAATTAGTTAAAAAAGCAATAGAAATTAGTAAACAATATGGTTGTTATAAAGTAATTTTAGATTGCAGCGAAAAAAATATTAATTTTTATCAAAAACATGGATTTGTTAAGAAAGAAATTCAGATGGTTAATTATTTAGACTAATATAAAAATATTTAATGTTTAAATAATATTAAACAAAATGCCAGAAGTCGCCGAAATCGCACTAACAGCAGATATTTTAGAAAAAAATTTTAAAAATTGTGTCCTAGAATCTTTTGATTTTACAAGTGGACGATATACAAAAAAAGAACCAATTGGATTTAAAACTTTTAATAAAAATTTACCAATGAAATTAAAAAAAATTAATTCAAAAGGGAAATTTATGTGGTTTGAATTCAAAGGTGAGAAAACTTGGTATGTTTGGAATACATTCGGATTGACCGGAATGTGGGCTTTATTTGAACCAAAGTATACACGTGCTGTTTTAAGTTTTAAAGATGATAAAACTGCCTATTTTTCAGATATGAGAAATTTTGGTACATTTAAATTTTCTGATAGTTTGGATGAACTTGAAAAAAAATTAATGGAACTTGGTCCTGATTTTTTAAAAGATGATGATTTTAATATTGATAAAATTACTAAATATAAAACACCTGTTGTTAAATTATTAATGGATCAAAAAAAAATAGGAAGTGGTTTAGGTAATTATTTAGTTGCTGAAATATTATATCGGGCTAAATTATCTCCACATCGTTTAGGAAGTAGTTTATCTAATAAAGAGGTAAATAATCTTGCATTTTGGATAAAATATGTTGTTAAACTCGCTTATGTTGATAATCATATTGGATATATGGTTAATTTAGAAGAAGAAAGTGATAAAATTAAGAAAAAAAATTATCATTCTGATATTAAACTTGATGATAAAGAATTTAAATTTTTAGTATATAGACAAAAAAAAGATCCTCTTGGTAATCCTGTTAAGGCAGAAAAAATAGTTGGATCAGACAAAAGTAAACGAACAACATATTGGGTTCCTGCTATTCAAAAATAATTATTTAGTTAATACAAAATTAATTAAATAATTGACATCTACCAACGAGAAATCGGCCATCCGGAACTCGGAAGAGTGGATTGAACAACCATGTACGTGGGAATGATGGTTGTGGCAACAGGAACAGGCTTGGGTTGAATAGGATTAGTGATCGTGATGATCGTATCCCTGAGAGGGAGGTGAACAAATTCACTACCTCTATATCCAGGCTTGTAGTAACCGCAACCGCTCTGATTTTGGAGGGCATCTGCCAGTGAATATTGGCAGCTTGATGTGGACGGAGCATAATGGTGGTGATGAATGTCAAGATGAATGTGAGTAGGACTCACACCAGAAGGAACATGGCTAACTCCCCAATCAAATGACATTGTCTTGGTTATTAGATGATTATCTAGTCTATTACTTTTTGACTAATATGTTAAAAATTACAATGGACATTGCAATATATTTAAAAATCAATTTTTTTTAATAATATTTATGGTATAATATATTATTAAAAATTAACTACTGCAACTAATACAATCACCAGGTTTTCTTAGATGTTTGGGAATGTATTGGCATGGTTTAAGTTCTATTGGTTCATCAACTTCTATATTTTCTATTTTCTCTAAAATAATATTATTTCTAGTTTCTATTTCTTTGATTTTGTCAATATCAATACCAAATTGATCTGCGGATGTTGCGGCTTTACTTCTAAGGTAATACATACCTGTTTTGAGACCTAATTTATGAGCATATAACAGACATGAATTTAATTTGGCAAAACTTGGACTTTCGATAAATATATTCATACTCTGTGTTTGATCAATAAATGGTGCACGTTCAGCAGCCATTTCTATGATAGATTTTTGAGGTATTTCCCAAACAGTGCGATAAATATCTTTAATATGCTGGGGAATAGTTGGTATTTTAGAAATTGATCCTCGATAATATTTGATAAGATCAATCATATCCGAATTCCAAAGACCTAAATCAATTAAATCCTGAACTAAATATTTATTAATGACATAATAATCTCCAGCTAAAGTACTTCTTGAATAAATATTTTCAGTAAAGGGCTCGATGCACTCATTGTAACCCATGATTTGAGAAGTACTTGCTGTGGGCATACAAGTAGTTGTTAAACTATTTCTAACACCATATTTTTGGATATCTATCATCAAACTATCCCAATCCCACATTCCACTTAATTTATCCGAGCTAAGATTCCATAAATCAAATTGGAATTTTCCTTTGGAAAGAGGACTTCCTATAAATGTTTCATAAGCACCAAATTCTTTGGATAATTTCATTGATTCTTCCAGACAACCAAAATAAATAGTTTCAAATATTTTACGATTGAGATCGCGAGCCAATTCAGAATCAAATGGTGTTTTAAAAATCGCAAAAACATCCGCTACTCCTTGGACACCAACACCAATTGGCCTATGTTTAATATTAGATACACGTGTTTTATCAACTGGATAAAAATTAATATCAATAACATTATTAAGATTTCTTGTCATAATTCCTGACACTTTCCGTAACATATCATAATCGAATTCTGGTACTCCATTTTTATGTATTATGAATCTGGGAAGACATATTGATGACAAATTACAAGTGGCATATTCATCCGCTGATGAGTATTCTACAATTTCCGAACAAAGATTTGATCCATTAATAACGCCAACATTAATTTGATTGGACTTATAATTAACAGCATCTTTAAAAACAATATATGGTACTCCGGTTTCAATTTGTGTTTCCATAATTTTAAACCATAAATCACGAGCAGATATTTGTTTCATATATTTACCTGATTTTTCATAACTCAAATATGTTTCATTAAATTCAGTACCATATTTACCAACAATATTTGGACATTCAGATGGACACATCAAGGACCATACTCCATCTTCTCGTACTCGCTCAATAAATATATCATTTATCATTAATCCTAAAAACAAATCTCTGGCTCTTTCAGTTTCCGCTCCTGTATTTTTTTTAAGATCGAGGAAAAAATAAATATCTGCATGCCAAGGTTCAATATAAATAGCAAATGAACCAGCTCTTTTGCCTCCTTGATTGGCATACCTCGATATATTATTAAATACAGTTAATACTCGTAGACCACTTGCTGTGCCTTGTGTAGAATTAATATAAGATCCATCCGCCCTAATATTTGAAACATTTACACCAATTCCACCAGCATATTTACTAATCATAGCACAATCTTTCCAACAATCACCAATTGCTCCCATATCATCTTTTATTCCTAAAAGGAAACAGCTTGATAATTGTTCATGAGTAGTTCCAGCATTAAATAATGTTGGTGTTGCATGAGTAAAATAACCCTGTGACAACATTTCATAAGTTTCAAATATTCTGTTTAGATCATTATTACGATAATGTATAGCAATTGCTACACGCATAAATAAATGTTGAGGTCTTTCTATGATTATTCCTTTAACTTTTTTTAGATAACTTTGTTCAAGAGTTCTAAAACCAAAAATCGAAAAACCATAATCTAATTGATAATTAATATGCTTATTGATTTCATCTCGATTTTTTTTGACAAATTTATAAAATCCATCCGATACAATAGGTGCATGTATGCCATTTTTATTTATATTATTATGTAACTCAGATACCACATGAAAATAATCATCATGTGTATGTTCATGGAGATTATTAATAAGAATCCATGTTGCTATTTTTGGATAATTATAATGATCTATCATCATCTCTGAAGATGATGCAATGATTTGATTTTGTATATCATCAAGTGTATTAATATCTTTGAGTTTAGGATAAACATTATTAACAATAGCATCAATATCAATATCATTTATTTCCATTTTTTGTGATATTGATTCGATATATTGTTTAATAATACCACGATATAATGGCATTGTATTGCCATCAATTATTATTTTTAAATTTTCATCATTATTATTAGTATTATTATTTACATTATCTACAATAACATCCGAATGAATATCTTGATGTTTATGTATAGATTGTTTAATATTTTGTGTCTTTAATTCTTCATTTAAAGTTTGATTATTTTTAGAAAATTTAAAATTCATGTAAATATTATTTAATACTATGAAACTTTTTTTATATATATTAATAAAAATCAATTTTTTCGAGCCGTTAACCATGTTTATATATTAAAAAATTGATTTAATAAAATTATTTAAATAAATGTGTCAGAATATTAAATATTAAGATATGAACTCTCTCAAAAAATTTATTTCCGATTTTAATGATGTAGCTCACAATTCAAATAATTATTCAAATAGTGAATCAAATAGTGAATCAGTTAACGAATCGATTATTGAAGTGACTTCGGTTGAAATTGATAATTCAGTTCAAGTTGATGCTAAAATGATTTTCATTAATGAAAATAATCAAAATGATATCATTCAAGAAGAAAAATATCTTGAATCTTATCAAAAATATGTTTCGGATTTTGATAATGATGTAATACAATTTGAACCAGTACTTTCATCTACTAATGAAAGATATACTGTATATCCAATTATATATAATCAGGTTTGGAAAAATTATAAAGACCAACTTAAAAATAATTGGGTTGTAGAAGAAGTTGATTTATCTAAAGATGTTCAACATTGGAATAAATTAAGTGAAAATGATAGAATTTTTATTATGCATGTTCTTGCATTTTTTGCATCTGCAGATGGTATTGTTAACGCTAATATTAAAGAAAATTTGATAGATGTGGTTAAAATAAAAGAAGCAGAATGTGCATATGGTAAACAATTCGAAATGGAAAATGCTCATGGTGAAATGTATTCTTTAATGTTAGACACTTTTGTGAAAGATGATATTCTTAAAAAAAATTTAATAGAAGCTATTAAAACAATGCCTAGCATTAAGAAAAAAGCAGATTGGTGTCAAAAATGGATTAAATCTGATAAAACGTATGCTCATAAATTAGCAGCATTTGCGGTTGTTGAAGGTGTTTTCTTTAGCGGATCTTTTGCATCTATTTTTTGGCTTAAAACTCGTAAAGGATCAGTTATGCCTGGTCTTATTAAATCAAATAAATTTATTGCGCGTGATGAAAATAAACATGTTGAATTAGCATGCATTATGTATTCTTTACTAAAAAATAAACTAAAAGAATCAGTAATACATGAAATAATACAAGAAGCAATTGATATCGAGGATGAATTTATTAATTGTTCATTACCTTGTCGTCTTTTGGGAATGAATTCTAGTTTAATGTCACAATATATTAAATATGTCGCTGATAGATTACTCGTTGGACTCGGATATAAAAAGAAATACTTTGCTGAAAATCCTTTCGAATACATGAAAAAAATTGATGTTTTTACTAAAGCTAATTTTTTCGAAGAAAGAAATGATGCATATGCAGATTCAAAAATAGATAATAAAAGAGAATTTGTCGAATTAGAAAATTTTTAATTAAATTATTTATCTAAATAATTATTTTTGATCAATATTAATTGATCAAGAATAAATTGGGATCAATTCTTGTTTTTGATTATCATTTTTTTGAGATACTTCAAAACAAGAATTATTGAAATTGATTTGAATTTTACAAATATTTATTTGACCATAAAATAATTTTAAATGACAAATAATTTTATCAAGGAATATTTTATCATATTTTGATAGAATATTATCTGGAGTAGTAACTATAATAATATTGTTAATCATTTTCATTGATTTTATAAAAGCCAATTTAGAATTAAAATTATTTTGCATTATATTTAAAATTGGTGCATCACAAAAAGGTAATTTTTTTCCCAACATTATATTTGTCAATATAATACTATTCTTATCTAAATTTGTAAAATAATTAGAAAAAGATGAAATAGTATTAATATCTGAATGTATTATTGCTATTTTTTTTATATTGATATGTTCATTGCATACTGGACATTTTTTTGAATTGGGCAATATGTTTAAAATACAATCTAAACATATTGTGTGACCACATATTAATTTTGACTGCACTAAATTTTCGGAACCATAACAAATGGGACAATCGACTAAAGTTTCGTTATAGTGTTTAGATTTATTATATCTATTGTAATTTGATAATATTGTTTCTATTTTTTTTTTATTTTCATTAAGATTTGACATAATTTCTTGAAGATCTATAATATCATATTGTCCGAATCTTAAAAAAGATATTTGATCAGCACTGCGATATTTATTTATTAATAAATCAATATTATGTTTTGCATTATTGGATGCATTTATTGTGGTAATTATTTTTGGTTCGAAGAAATCATTAATTTGATTTTTATAAATATTTGATAGTGATAAAAGAATTAGAGAATTATATATTTTTGATTTAATTGTATTATTTTTTTTTTTACTGCAAAATGAATATTTATTATTGGGATCATTGGTTAAATTTAATAACCAATGATTATAATGTTTCATATATTCATCATGAATATATTGTTCTGTTTTGGAGGCATCAAAGGTTAAATACTTGACGATATCTAAATTATAATTTATAATTGCGTATTTGTTATTAAATTCCATAAATATATATTTGATCACATCTATTTTATAAAATTTTTTTTTATTTGTATTTAAATCAAGCCATATATTTAAAAATGAAAAAATATTATTTATGGATGAAATATTATTATCGTTGAAATAATATTTAAGAGGTAAGGTATTTACAATCCAAATACATTCTATATTCATATTTTTTAATAATTTTTTTATATTCGTCAAAAAAGTAATATTACATTCGTGTAATATTATTCTATCATATTCATATGATTTAGTTTGTAAATTGATTATATTTTCATAATATGTCATTTTTATATCATCATATACATTTATCATATTATTTGGCATAATGATTAATGTTTTATTTTTATCGTATTTATTATTTGATAGAATTTTTGATATTACGTTTAATACATTATTTGTTTCAATAATACCACCTTTTCTTTTAAATTTAATTCTTTTGATCGATTTATTGTGACAAAGATTTTTATTCTTGAAATTAAAATAATATTCTTTGCCTATATCTATATAGTACCATGGTATCATATAACCATGTATCGATTCGTGATTCTTAATGTGAAAATCTAATTCATTTATTTTAATTTCATAATTTTTATTTTTAATAATGTTACGTAACTGTATAATATACAAATAATCACATAATTTTATGCGCGCTTTTTTTGATTGTATATTTTGACCAAGTAAATTTTTTATATTTAGATTAAGCACTATATTATATTTTTTACTAACTATATGATTAGAGTATGATTTGTCAAATAAATGATATAATGGTTCATATATTTTTGAATATTGATAATTGCAAAATTTTAACTCAATATTATAATATTTATTGGCATTATTAATTGATAATTTATGTATTAATTTTCCAGATATATTATCCACAATTATTCCTAAATTAGGAATATAAATAGGATCTGAATTTATATTTTTTAAATGTACAACATTATAAACTAATTGACTTTTCATGTTATGTTATTATTATTATTAATAATAATAAATATAGCTTCATATTTAATTATCAATTTTTATTGATAAAAAAATTTATTAGGTTATTTATAATGAATAAACCATTGAAACCTAATCTTGTGGATCCTATTTTTGAAAAAAAAATAATAAAAACACTCAATCCCACTGTTCAAGATTATTGGGCACCAACAAAAACTGGTTTAAAATATTTATTTCAAAATTTTATAAGACCTAATATTTTACTAATTATTTTTTTAATAATTATCGCTTTGCTATTATTTTATAGATATCAGGTAGTTAAAAATAATCGAGAAATAAAAAAACTAGAACAAATGTATTCCGACAAGTCTAATATAAATATTGATGTGAACACTGATATTAATAATTCTGTTGATAAATACAAGGATGTTTTATTATATCTATACAATCAACAAAAAGAAACAATGCGAGAACCTAAAACAAAAAAGAAGCATAATATAACTGATAATTTTGCCTATCCTGTTTACCCATATAAAGGATCTTTATCACCATCCAAATAGTGGATAATTTATGAATTATTATGATATATAATCTGATCAAGTATTATAAATGGTGAAAGTTGAGATATTTTACATTATACTTGGTTTATTTTTAGGTTTTTTTATAATATATATTACAACACCTGCACCCAAAGTAATACTTAAATATCCAACAATAGAAAATATACAATCAACAACATATGTTGATAACAATGGTAATTGTTATAAATACTATGCTCAAGAAATTGCATGTCCCACTAATAATAAAAATCCATTATTATCAAATAATATACAAAATTTAAATCCAAATGTTAATAGATATAGAGATAATACAGTATCAAATACTAATAATATGAATACCACTGGTATATCCAATTATCCTGTTTCTCAAAATACTACTGGTATATCTAATTATCCTATTTCTCAAAATACTACTGGTATATCTAATTATCCTATTTCTCAAAATACCACTGGTATATCTAATTATCCTATTTCTCAAAATACCACTGGTATATCTAATTATCCTGTTTCTCAAAATAATATTTCAAGATCGACATTAGATAATTACTACTCTAATCAGTATTATTAATATTATTAATATCATTAATATATAATATTAATATAGACATAATGACTAGTATTTTAGAAAACAAAGTTGTAATTATATTGATATCAATGATATGGGGTTTCGGGTTAGCCCTTTTTTTTAGAAAAACATGTCAAAATGATCAATGTGTTATTGTTAAAGCACCTCCTATATTTGACCAATCAAGTGGTGCTATTTATGACAACAAGACTAATAAGTGTTATGTATTACAAAAATATCCATCATCTTGCACATATTAAAAAATATATACATATTAAACTAAATATTATATCTAATATTTTATTCATGCAAATAATAACTTGGAACACTAGTTTAATTTCCATATATAATAAAAAAAATAGGATATTACATTAATAGTATGTCATCGAATATAATATTAATGATACTAATATTTATAATATTAGCAATAGTACTATATTTTTTTTATCAAAATATTAGAAGTTGTAAATCAACTGAAAATTATAAAAAAACGAAGAGTATGAAAAATAAATCAAAAAATATTAAAGCACAAAAAACAAAAAAAAAAGTGAGATTTAATGATGATATCGAATATAATATTTATTCTGATAAATCTTCTACAGATATTATGGTGAGTCCATATAGAACTTCTGATTCTATTTGCGATACAAATAAAATAGATGTAGATTCTATACTCAGTCAAATATCATCAGATTCCATTATGTCCAATGAAAGTTCTGTTTCCAATGGATCTTTACATGATAATAATATCACTAATAAAGTTGTCCCAAGTAATTTACCATTTGAAAATGCAGAAGATTTATGGCATTCAAGTTTTGGAAAACCTTTATTGAGTCAAAATGAAAAGAATAAATTTTCAGAAAAAATCAAACAAGATCATGAAGAATATGAAAAATGTTTAGGACAATTTAGTAAATATCAAATGGATAATAATACTATTATAAAGACAGATGTAACAATAGATCCATTTAAGAAGTCCGATGAAAATAAATTAAAAAATATGTCAGTTAAAGATATATATGACCGACAAGTTGCTGGTCCACAAATAAAACCCAAAAATATAAAAAAAACAAACAATCATTCGACTATTTATGAAGATGAATCTGAAATGAATGGAGGATTTATAAAAGGAACACAATTACATGGTTTTGATGGAGCTTCTGATTTTAAATCAGCAGCTTTTGATAATGAATTTTAATTATTAAATCATTGATTTTATAAATAAAATTTGATTTATATATTCACTTAAATAGTATTTGATATATATATATATCACCAACTCGATGAATAATTCACCCACACCTATAAAAAATGCTGGTCTTGGAACTCGAGAAGTAAAAAATTTAGTTTTAAAATATTTATATTCAAGTAGAGTCAATCTAAATTTACGCCATGAATATATCAAAAATGAAAAAGATTTAGATAATATTCGAGATAATGATTATATTGTTTGTCCAAGATTTAGTGGTACAAGATCTTGGATTTTATTTTTTAAAAGTGAATATGATATTTATTATGCCGTAAATTTCCCTAAACATAGTCAAAAAAAAAAAGAATATATTAATATATTTCCCATCGATGTTACTGTATCAAAAGATTTTTATCGAGGAACAATAATGGAAGGAATATATTTTACTTTTGATGATAAAAGATATTTAATTGTAGACGAAGTATATATGTTATCTGGTCAAGATCAAATGTTAAAACCAAAATGTGATAGATTGGATAATTTAACACAATGTTTCAAAAAATCTGTGGTAGGAAACAATCGATTCAATTTATATGTAAGCCAATATTATCGCACAGATAAAAATAATTTGAAAGAAATGTATGAGAAAATAAAAACCGATCCAAAAATCCAAGAAATAATATTTTATCCCAATACTTATGGGAGAAAAATATATTCATACACTATTATTGATTTAGATCTGCAAGATGATATAACTAAATATTCATGTTTAATTATGGAAAAAACAGCAAGTTCTGATGTATTCAATTTATATTTTACTAACACACAAAATAAAATAGGTATTGCTTATATACCCGATATGGCGACGAGTAAAATGTGCAAGCAATGGTTTAAAGATGCAAAAACAAATAAATTAATTGTAAAATGCAAATTACATATCGCTAAAAATAAATGGATACCTGTAGAAGTCATAGAAACAGATATAGAAAATGTCGAAGAAAATGAATCTGATAATTCCGATGAATCAAATGATTAAATAATTATTTAATATTATCATTGATAATGATAATATTAAATAAAAATAATTATATTAAATAAAAATAATTATATTAAATAAAAAATAATTTAATTAATGAAGAAAATAATGATAACACTGACATTATCAGTTGATCCCTTTGCTATGGCATAACTAGCTAATTTCCTTGCTATATTTTTACTTTCATATACTTCTTGATTTGGATATTTACCAGGTATATCATAAAATTCTATATTATTTTTTTCCTTGTGATCTTTAATAAAGTTTATTACTTCGTGATTTTCTAAAACATCCCAAACACCATCACAAGCCATGACAATAAATTCATCATCTGATTCCAAAACATAATTAAATACATCTGGAATATGGTTGACATGTGGTGTATTATCTATATCCCCAAATGCTCTCGAAACGGACAAATCACCTATTCTCCAATCTCCATGATCAAAATGAATTTCTCTTTCAAAATCATGTTTGTGATTAACACGATCAATTCTTTTTTTTTCATCAGGCCAAATTGGTTTATGATCTTTACTTAATGGTATTGCTAAACCATTTCTATTTAGAACAGCACGACAATCTCCAATATTAATAACTTGAATATTTTCATTATTATTTGAATCTAAATATCTAATAATCACTAAAGCTGTGCAACCACAAGCATCCGCAATACCATTACGATTATTTTCTAATTTATTTTGAATTGCATCATATATTTTAATAACTTTATTTTTCGAAAGAGGAAATTTATTATTATGATGCATTATATATTTTTCTAGTGTTGGTGCTGCATATTGCGCTACAGATTTACCACCATGTCCGTCACATACTATAAAAAGATCTACTGGAGCATATTTATTATTTTTTGGCAATAGATTCATATTAATAAGTTCAACATCTTCATTGTCTTCTCTCAAACCTTGTAATGATGTTTTATGAGAAATAACTGATCTTACTTTTGGCATTATAAATAAATTATAATGTTATAATTTATTTATAATATCATTAATAATTCAATTTTTTATTAATTATTTGCTAGTTTTTCTTATTGGTCTCTTATATACATATACAGTTTCATTATCACTATCACTTTCTGGTATGTATTTATCATTAGGACAAATACAAGGTGGACATTCATTATAACGAGAATAACCGTCAAATGGTTGTGGAATATTTTTGGACGATTGTTTATCATTTTTCTTTTTTGTGACAATTATAGCTTCCGCGTCTTTTGAAATAAGTTCATTTAATAAATCTTGTTTAGTTTTAATATGATCATTTGATTGTTTTCCAATTATTTTATTTGCAATTTGATCAGCATACTTATCAAAGTTATTTCCAACTAACTTAAATCCCGAATCATCATCATCTTCTGTCCAAGGACGTTCCAGTAAATGATGACTTGATTTCAAATTACTCATTCCTTCAACACGACATGATTTTGATCTTATGTAAAGAAATAATAATATTAAAATAATTGCTATTAATGCAACAACAAAATATGGACTAGTTAAAATCTTCTGTACCATTATCGATTATATATAATTATAATCGATAATATATTTTAATTAACATTATTTAAATATGACAAATTTAAACAACAATCATATTTTTATTTCTGTATTTTTCAGGTTCATGTAAAAAAATATCATCTAAAGGTAATGTTGATTCAATAATATTTAATACTATTGGATGAAATGCATAAATATTAAGTTCTATAATTTTTTCGCAAAAATCACATATTGATATTAAAACACTATTAATAAAATTAATAACATATTTTTTTTGCAAATTTTGATCCATTGGTCTTTCCGAAATAAAATGAGATAATATTTCGTGATATATTATTTTAAAATTTTTTACATGATTTCTTACTTTATCCATAATTTCATTGAGATGATCATTGAGTTGTGTTTGAATATCATGCTCATTATCAAAATTATTCTTGTAATCAAAATATTTATTTATAACATACTCTGGTGAAATAAATCGATATTTCTTACTATTAAATATGTGTATCAAATATTTTGCAATATTATTATCATCCACATCTATTTTTGATATTTTTTTAAAAAATGAATTGAGAGTATTTTTTGGATAAAATATATCATCCATTAATAATATATACTTATCAAAAACTTCATAAAATCTATCACTATCTGATGATGTCAAAAATTCTTCATTATAAAATAAAACATCTTCATTATTATTTAATGTTTTATTAATATTCCACTTATTTTCCCTAAAAAAATGATATGGAATATGTATATTATCATAAAAATTTTTAATATATTTCTTTAATAAACGACATATTTTTTTATTTTTTTCTTGTTTATTCTTACATATTTTATCTGATTCATTATCTGATTCATTATCCAATTTATTATTGGATTCATTATCTGGATCAAGATTAATAAGATCTTGAACTATTTTATCGGTATTATTTTCCATTATATACTATTTATTTTGATCCAAAATATTATATAATGTATTTACATTATCAAATTTTTATAATTAAAGTTGATATTGTTGTGAAAAAACAGATTTTGGAATAGTTTTAATTCCTAGACTTTTTGCTTTTTGATATTTGGCTGAAGATTCTTCTCCATCATTATATACCACTAAAGTGGTATTTTTACTCACAGAACCAGATACTCTGCCTCCTTCTTCTTCAATATATTTCTGCCAATCTTTATTTCTGAAACCAGTAAAAACAATTATTTCGTTCTCAAAAAGACCAGATTTATTTATAGTGCTAATATATGGTTTAACATTTATAATTTTTGTCACTATTTTGTAAAATTTTTGAAATTCAGGAAGCGCTTGTAAAAAATTATCTGTAGTAATTTCATCGAATCCTTCTATATCTAATATATTATCTCGCCATTGTTCAAAATCTTTTTTGTTATATTGTAGTACAATATCTGGATAAACATCAAGTATTTTTTTTAATTTTTTTTCTCCAAATCCTCTACCAAAAATATTACTAGCACTCATTAGTGTCAATACATCTAAATTTTCTAAACTTTTTTGTAAATTGTTATATAATTTGGTTGCTAATTTTTCTTGAAATCCATCCATAGACATAAAATCGTCGATTGTTATGGATAAAATTTTTGGAATAGTATTAAAACCGTTTTCAACAAGTCTAGCAACAATCCCTTGTGATAAATTTTCAACGCCAATTTCTCGCATAAATTTTGTTAATCTTTGTATAATGACTGTTTCATTATTACTCGCATCATCCAATATAATATTAACGCCATTTTTATCCCACACATAGTCATAATTTTCTGGTAAACTTGCTTTTTTTGAAGGTTTTACAATTTTTGTAATATAAGGGATTACATCACCACTACGAATTATAGTAATAATGGCTCCTGGACCTATTTTATTATCAACAATAAATTTAGCATTGAATCCAGTAGTATATTCTAAATCAGCTTGTGATAATCTCACTTTTTCAAAATGTATTCTTGGTACTATAAAACCATCTTTAGATGGTTTCCAAATAACTTCTATTACTTTTACATTTGCTGTTTCTGTTGTACCTTTATATGCAAAACTATAATCCGGATTACCAGATTTATTTCTTTTGTATAAATTATTATCAGTGATAATAATACCATCAATCTCGTATTTAGATTTATTTTTTCGTTTTTGTAAAATATTATCCAGTATTTCTGAATTAATATCCTTATACACATCATAATCCACAACATTTAAATTCCATTTTTTCAATTGCTTTAATTGTTCAAGTGGTTTTTTCTCAGGTTTAATAATTTCATATGCAATAAAATCTACATCTTTTGCATGTTTTTTATTTATGGATTGTTTTTTTGAATTAACAATTCCTGCAACCATATTTCTTGCATTTGACATTTCTTCTGAATATTTATTGAAATTTTTTTTGGACATAATTAATTCACCACGTATGGCAATATTATCATCTAAACAAATTAAATCATCTATTGACATATTTACCAAATCAAGTAAATGAGATACATCTTGACCGTAATTACCATCACCTCTAGTATATAAATTAACTTTATTCTCAATCATGACAAATAAACAAGATATACCATCAAGTTTATCACTAATTACATAAGGACCTGGATAATTTTTAGTCCAATTTTTAATTAATTTATTTTCTGATTTAATTTTGTTCATGGAACCCATCCAGTAGGGTAATTTAACCTTTTTACCACGAATTGGTGCTCCGATTTGAGTTAATATTTCAGATTTTGGATTTATTTCTTTTAATTTCTCAATTAATACGTCATAATATTCATCGCTTATTAATGATTTTCCAGTATTATAATATGAATCACGGGAAATAATAATAGCTGATTCAATATCCTCTTGCGATAATTCAGGTATTACTTCCCAAATAGAATTTGCTTCATTAATTTTTTTTATTATGTTCATTAATACTAATAATATTGTAAATCATAAATAATATTTATATTTGGATAATATATTAATCAATATTTTTATTATCGTCCAAATTGTCAATTGTGTGAAAAAATAAATGATTTTCATCTGAAAAATCAGCGAAATGAGATATTATATAATCTTCTGTATCTGAATATGATTCACTAATTTCAGAATCATCGTTACTGCATGTATTAATGTTTTCGGATTTCATATTAACATAAAACCATAGATATACATCTATTATAATTAGTGCAATAATATAATAAAAACAATCGTCTAAATAATCTATTCCAAAAATCTCTTGTACCAAAAAAAATATAGCTAAATAACATATAAACCCAAGAACAAATTGAATTGTCATGCTGATGTGACAATTTTTCACAAAATAATATGTCAGTAAATAAAACATTATATATTATTTTTTAATAATATATAATTAATTAAGTTTAACGCACACACTCCGGATTTGGTCTTATCAATTTGGTGAATTATAATGTTGAATGATTTTAGCATTTTTTGGTAATTCTTGAAATATTTCAAAAGTTCTATTTACCAAGTATTCATGCGGAGTATTAACTGTATTTTCTAATGTTTTTACACCATCAATAAACCATGTTGTATCCAAAGTTTCATGATTTATCAAATTAATTTCATCAATTTTATCTACATCAATAAATTTTTTCAATAAATTTCTCAAATGGTATATTTTATCTATATTCATATTTAATTTTGAAGATAATTCAATTAAACTAATTGTTCCTATATTTTGACCAGAATATATATCATGTAATAAATTAAATATATCATTTTTTGTATTAAATGGATTTACGCGATATTTTTTGTTTTGAATTTTATCCAATTCATATGTGCTATTTTGTAACTCATTAATAATAATACTCATTCCAAAATCATTTATTTTGGAATATAAACCATTCGCTGGTAAATAAAATATTCGTTGTTGATAATGATAAGCAACATAATCATTTTCATTATAATCTCTGACGATGGACAATAATATATTTCTAACAAAAAAATCACCATGCAAAAATCCAGGATAATCATCTTTAATGATAGCCATTGTAAATATTATTTGAAATAATATTCGGTTAATATTATAAGAAAAAATACTTATTAATGTTCCTACCTCATTTCTATTAGCAAAATGAATATCTTCAACCATATTTTTTATAAATTTTGAAAAATCAATTGGACAATATTCCAGTAATACTATGTCAAAATTTGGATCCAATAATTTCATTTCGTAATTGAGCAAAAGATCACAAATTTTATAATCTGCATAAGAAATATTATCTTTTTTTGTCAAAGAATCTTCAAATGTGGGACATTTTAAATTTTTGGATTTAATTTTTTTTAATAAGCTAGATATGTTTTGACATTTAATGCTTTGAAATAATCCAACAATGTGTGGTGTTCTATTTGACAAAATATATTTTTTTGTGAAAAATTGATAAAATTTTATTTCTAATTGATTATGATCTGGTTTTATTTTGACATTTGTATAGATAAAATCAGGAATTACTTTTATTATAAATCTGTCTTCATTTTTATTCTCGACGTCCAATATTATATTACTTGAACCACCTGAACCAAATAATATATTTTTAATATCCACATTATTAATTATTTTACAATTAATTTTATAATCATGTAATTTGTCATAAAGATTATTGAAATTCATTATTTAATTATATATAATAACATTAGATAATGTCAGACTGGGTATGTTATCTTTTAATGTCACTTGATTCCAATGATACATATATTGGATCAAGTAATAATCAACCAAAAAGATTAAATGCTCACAATAATAATAATCCCAATATTAAAAGAACTGGTGCAAAAAGAACTAGAAATCAAACATGGATTCCTATCATAATAATATCAGGTTTTCATGATAAAAGAGCTTGTTTGTCTTTTGAATCTGGGTGGAAAAGATTATCTCGCAGGAGAAATAATAGTAGATTGCTTGAAATCAATCTATCATGTAATACCAAATTATCATATAATGGTGACACTAAATGGAACAGAATAATAGACTTATTGTATTTTATTCATAATACTACACTTTTAGACACACATTATAGATTAAATTATAATGTTAAACATCCAATAAATATATCAAATAATTTAACTATAAATATATTTATAGAGGATTGGATACAATATCTTCCTTGGCCATATTTTATTGATTTTCATCAAATATGCATTGGTGATAATTTGCATAAAAATTGAAAAAAAATTTGGTTTTTATTGATTATTAAAACAAACTTAATATTAATTAATAATTATGGGTTTCATTTCTAATACTTGGAAGATAATGTATGAATTATCAGATTGTAATGCTGTTGTATTCTCTTATTGTTTTAGATGTGCAGTATTTGGTTATGTATTTGGAAAAATATTTAATAAAGATCTATCATTGATTTCACCTAAATTTACTTCGGAAAATATTTCGTATTTTTTTGCTCTTATTGGAATTTATTATGGATTCAAAAAAGGTTTTATTAAAATGATAAAAAATCGCATACAATAATATATTATTACTATTTTTTATTATTTTATTATTATGAAATCATAATAATAAAATAATATGGACCAAAATAAACTTAATTTTTTACCAATTCGATGATAATATCATCTGAATATTCTGGCTTGTATGATTTATAAGATTTAATTGGTGTATAATTTATTTTATTAGATTTATTTGATGTATAATTTCTTTTATTGGAACTATTAATGTTATTAGATTTATTTTGTGATCTAGTTTTTAATCCTCGATTTGTTTTGCTTCCACCACGTATTACTTCATGCGAATTTTTTTTTTCTGAAATAGCTTTTTTTGTGGCTTTTGTTGCTAAGTAATCTGCTTTTGCATTGGCAATACTATCATAATCATCACGACCAGTATGTGCATCAACATGAGTAAAATTAATATTATATTTGTTGTAATATCTATATATTGGCTCAATAAATTCTCTGTTAGCAACAGCTGTATTATTTTTTGTTCTCCAGTTATTTTTTATCCAAGCCGGAACCCATTTTGTAATACAATTAATACTATATTGTGAATCTGTAAATATGTTTAATATGCAATTTTGTAGACCAATTTCAGAATGAACATATTTTATTGCATATAATATTGCATATAACTCTGTTCTTTGATTGGTACAACAACCCTTGGTAAAAATTCTACTAATATCATTCAATGTTCTATCTGGGAAATGAATACCTATTCCACCAACAGCATGTTTTCTGCCATTATTTACACAAGATCCATCAGTAAAAACTATTACATTTTCAATATCAATTTTTCTGGTCTTTTTATACATATAATTATTTCAATACAATAAAATAATTATATATATTTATATATGGTGACTTTAATGTTAGACTTTTTAATTTTAATTTTTATTAACTGTTGATTTTATTGGTTATTTTCAGACTTATCATTTACTACATTATTATTTAAATTATTATTTGAATTAATATTTTTTTTAACTCTCCAATTTCGATCAATTGGAATTACTTTACCGGTTGAATTATGAGTATGATTTAATAAGGGTCTAGTATATTTCATCCATTTTCCGGTTTGAAAATGGCAACTAGAATTATCAAAATTATTATTTGAATTAAATTTAGGCACATTTAATTGTCTGTCAAATGTTCTTGGTCTAAAATTTTTTTGGTTATAATTCCTAATAAATGGAATATTATTTTGACCTTGATATTGATTTTGATTTTGATATTGATTTTGTTGATATCCTCTCATTGAATTAACATTTTGATAACCATTATTTTGAGTGGAATTGTAATAATTATAATTAGGTCTTGTGGGATTATTACGGGATCTTGGATTATAATAATTATATTGTGGATTTTTATTTTGGAATCTAACTTGACCTGAATTATTTTTAACGTTATTTTGTTCGAAATTGACACGTGGTCTACGTCCATCAGCAACTGATATATGAAATTGATTTTCTCGTGTCATATCATGAATAATTTGTCTAATTGTAGTTCTTGTTCTGCGATTTTCTGCAGTTGTGGAAAGGGAAGACATAAAAATAAATGCACAATTTCTTGATTCAGGACACTTTACATGATGTACTACACCATAATTTGAAAAATGAGTTGTAATTTCATCAACACTTGGTCTTTGTCCTTTATTATATCTCGCGAAAAATACTACTTCATATTTTGGTTTATCAATATTATGATCCGATACAACATTAGGCGATTGCGAAACTTGTGGTGCTTCGGAAACTTGTGGTGCTTCGGAAATTCGTGGTACTTCGGAAATTTGTGTTTCTTCTACTTGAGAATTTTCCACAGATTCAATAGTTGGAGTGGTATCGTTTGTGGATTGGTTTGACATTTTTTTGCGATGATAATGTATATATTTATTTCTTTAAGTTACTTGAATTTATCCACTTTTTAACTTTGCGAAATTCTTCTGCAAAAGTAACTTCGCGATTTGTTTTCACATTAATTGCATCAAGAGGAGTTTCCATAATTAGTGGGATGTTATATGATTTTGCAAATTCAGCAACAGCCATTAAACCGGATTCTTTAATCTCACCATAACCTAAATCTGCATGACGATCAACTTTTGATTCCAAACCAGTTTTACTATCATTAAAATGTATACAAGATATATTTTCTATTCCAATCTTTTTGTCAAATTCTCGAAAAAATTTTTTTACACCTACTGATCCTGATATATCATATCCAGTCGCCCATATGTGGCATGTATCAATACAAAAGAAAATTCTATCGCGTTCTGCCTCATCAAGTCCAAAATATATTTTTGCTAAGCCATCGATACGACTTGCTACTTCTGATCCTTGTGAAGCACCTGTTTCTAGAATAATTTTAGTGGATTCTGGAGTTTGGGATAATGCATGTCGAAGACCTAATATATAATTATTAATAGCCTCATCAACCGATATATTATTTATTGGTATATTTTTACCCATATGAATAATAACTCCAATACATCTTGATCCGATAAGTGAAGATGCATTTAAATCTTGAACTAATGATTTAACAGAAGCCTCAAATTTTTTACTTTTTTTTGGATGACATAAATTGATAGTATAACTACCATGTACTACCATTTTTAAATTTCTTTTTGAAAGTTCTTTGCTAAATTTTATTAATTCGTCTTGTTGACGAGCTTTTGATAACACTTGTTGTGGAGCTCCTAAAAATATTTGAAATATAGTGCATCCTAAACTCTCCGCATATTCTGGTGCTGAAAGAAATCCACTACTAATATTAATATGTCGACCTATTCTATATTTGCCCATATAATATTGATAATTATTTAATATAATTGAATTTTATTTATATTAAAGTAATTTATGTTACATTATAAGGAATATGCTAAAAATAAATGATTCAATGGAAATTTGTGAACATCATTATAATACAATTCAGAATTTTATCAATTATTTTGTCATATTGAATAGCATTAATTTAAATTATAGCCATAAATACTATTTTTTTGAAAATCAAATCACACTTTATTTAAAAAATAATACTATCACAAATGTTCATTATTGTAATGAACCTAATAAATTAGACTATATAATATCACTAGGAATAAATAAAATAAATTACAACAATAATTTTTGGCATTACTATATCATTAATAATTATAAAATGCTAATTGTATTGTCTGGTTTTTGTTATATTAATTCTATCAAACATAATGTAATATCTAATATTGTGGTAATAATAAGTAATAATGAATATAAAATTATTGATCACTGTTTATTTATTTTGCGTGATTAAATAAATATAAATTATATATAATTTATATTTATACAAATATGGCGACAAATATTACAGTTTATAGTGATTATACCACGCAAACATTAAATCCATCAAAAACAGTATCAATTGGTCCAGAATTATCCAATTATAAAGCGGATTATTTATTGATACATTTTGATCAAATGATAACTAGAGAAATAGCAAATAATCCCGATGTTATCTATGATCCTCAATTCCAACAATTTATGCTGTATGTATCAGAATATGAAAGAATCCTTTTAGAATCTAGAAAGGGTAATCCAGTCGAAGGACCATTTGGAACGCCACCAAAAATATATTCATGTACTTATTCACATATATTTACTGACAGTGATAGTAAACTTTTAAACAGTTTAATAAAATCAGGCCAAATGAATCCTAAAATATATGTTGATGATACATTTTTAAGAAATATTGGTTTGAGTATCAATTATTATCAAGATTGTGGGCAAGAACTCACAAATAATTTTTTTCCTGAAGTTGCTATTCCAACAAATATGGTTTGGGAAAAATATTTAAATCAGAAATCAATAAAAAATATACCATCAAATGTTGATCAAACGGTAAATATGTTTAGTGATTTACAAAATAAATTCAATACATCAATGGCACAAATTAATGATCAAGTGACTAATGGAGATTATGCCATAAGATATTCCATTATTGAAAAAAAAATAACAGATATCGTTGATTTATTAGATAGTTTAACTTCTGCATCACAAACAGAAGAAAATATAATAGAAAATTCGATTGATATTGATAATTACTATGAAAAATTATCATTTAAAAATTCTGACATAGATTCTAGTCTAGAAATACCAAAAGATAGTATTGATTTAATTGAACGAGAAAAAATTGCTGCACAATTACAATCATCTATTTCCAAATATTCAAAAATGACAACTCCAAGTGTAATAGCAAGTACATACAATATGCCCACAAATATTCAAAATATACGTAATGTCGGATCAATTGCATCAAATTTATTAAATAATTTAACTTCAACCACAAATATTACAAATCCTCCACAAGAATTGAGAGATTTGATGTTGAGTAAAATTTATCGCGATGATAATAATAATATTATTATTAAATATCTTGATGAAACTAGTTTGGATATTTTGACACAAAATGAATTAGACCGTCAATCTAAATATCTTAATTTAATGGATACATCCAATTATATTGATACATCTGGTTCAATTACATATAAAAATGCACCATTAAGTGGAACAAGTCGTGTGGAAAGATATTTAGAAAATTATCCAAATCAAAAAATAACAATGGCTGGCGGTAAAATGCCTATTAACTATGATTTTGGATATGATACTAATCAAAAAATAACAATATCTCAATCAGGAGGGAGAAATATTAGTATTAGTAATTTATTATCAGAAAGTCAAACAGCTAGTGATAATTTAAGCAATATTGTTAAAAATATTAATGATATTAATACAACCACTCAAAAACAAAATGATTTTTACTTCAAAAATAAAAATTTTATGGATATAAATAATCTTAATCAACGTAATGAATTACTTATTGAAATAATGAGTATACTTAATATTTATAATTTTTTTATTAATGGCGAAACCATTGATCATAAAAAATTCTTTCAACAATTGGAAAATAAAATAAATCAATTCAAAGAAATATTAAATAAATTTTCTAAATCTGTTGATATTGATCCATCAAATTCTACTGGAACAAGCATTTTAAATAAATTATTGGCAAATGGTAATATAACTATTAGTGAAATAAAAAATTTATTAACTTCACATGGTATCAATATTAAAATTGAATCCATAACAAATGATGAAATAGTCAATAATGCTAGTACTGTTAAATTATTGTCTTCCATAATTAATAAAAATGGAATAAATAATATATCAGCAATTGTTAATGATCTCAATAAAATTTTTAATAGAAAAAACTTTGGCCCAGATAATGTCTCAACTGAAAAATTATATCAACAACTTTATACTTTTTATTCAACATTAGAATCGTTAAATTCATCGCTAATAACAGAATATCATAATATAATAAATACTAGCAATGATATGAATACTATTAAAAATTTAGCGGGAAATGTTATGGAAAATAATATTGATACTTTTAATATTTTTTCAAAAGAAATGATATCACAAATTCAAAACTTTGGGATAAATGTGGAAAATTTGCAAAATATTCGGAAACACATATCACAATCAAAAAAGAGATTGACCGATTTTGAAATATACATGAAAGAAATTGGATTTAATTTATACTCAAAGAAAGATATTTTAGAAAAAGAACATATCCAATTCACTAAAAGTGTATATAATCACGATTTTGACATTAAAAATTTATACAAATATTATGTTACTGATTATGCTGATCAATTAAAAACTTCTTCATCTAATGTTATTAAATATTACAGTTATCGGAAAGATTTAGATTTTATCAATAAACAATTGGAATATTTATTAAAAAAATATCAAGATTACTATATTATTCGTTCAAGTTTAGAAAATGGTAATTTATCCACAATAATAAATAATGGATTAATAGTTAATGTTGACAATAACTTTAATGATTTATCTAGAAATATTTGGGAATTTATTCAAAATTTAAGTGAAATGAGATTAATGTTTTTTCCTCATATTACCAATAGGATCAATATGCCTCCTGAAATATCACAATTAATACAAAAATATCTTGTACCTAGCAGTACTTTTTTAAATAATATGATGACTGATTATATTTTATTTAATTCTAAAGGTGAATTACAAACTACAGGATTTAATATTAATCAATCATCAGTACTAATGGATCAAATTGTTCCTTATTACATATTGTATAATAATAACGAAATTGATCAAATCAAAAATTTAAAATCTAAATTTGATTCCAATAAAAATGATGTTACTCTTTATAATTTATATCAATTTTTATTAAATTTAACAGGTGATGTAAATAAAAGTGGTATTCGTAAAGAAATTCAACAATATCTTGAAAATATGTATCAAACAAGAGGAGGATCTGATACTCCTAGAGATATTATTATAGCTACACAGATTAAAAATACTTTATTACAACAAATTGAAACAATTATAAATGACATATATCAATTATTTTACGAAAAAATATCAAGACTCTATGAAGCTTTTATTGGATTAATCTTGACTAATAGTCCATATAATAACGATTTTCAAGAAATACAACAACATCAACATCAATTATTAAAACAAAGTGATTTTATTTCAAAAATTAGATCTGTCCGCAAGTATCAGGATTTGAATTTAACAGATAATATTTTATTACCAGTATCAAATGGATCAGCAAAATGCGCTAATTATCTTATCAATTCTGATTTTAATTTACGCTCACATAATATTATCAATTGCAATTTATCATTGATTAGAATTAATAGTCGTGATAATAATAATTTAGTCACGCAAATTCATGATAAATATAATGAATTTTATAATAATGCTAGCCCAATATTAGATATTATGCGTAATATTATTTCGAATGGAGATGGTTTATTATCAGATACAAATATTGATTTTCCCAATTTCGATATATTACAAGCCAATGAATTATTATTACCCAATTCTTATAAATATAATATATTAGGAATAACTGAAAACAATATTCCAACAATAAATACTTTTATTATTAATAATAATAATAACGGCTCAGTATTTAAAAATTATCAGGGATCTTTATCTGCTTATTTACCATCATTTTTAGATGATACTTTAATATTGACTTCAAAAGGAATTGAATATACATACAATAATAGATATTTATTACCTATCAAAGACTTAAACATACCTGCTTTAATAATAAAAATAAATGATAAAATTAAATTGGATGATGTAAATAATATGATAAATCTTTTAAATACAGGCAAATATTTGTCAAACTTTATTCAAACATTACATAGTTTGAATATTTCATTATCTTTATTGGATGTTGAAAATATAGCTTCCTGGAATACGTCCATTACTGTCACTGATATATCTTACCCAGAAAGAATCAATAAAAAAACAGTTTTACTTAATGTTATTGGCCAAATAGAATTATTAACTAATACCATAGTTAACAATAATAATTACTATTATCTTGATACTTTAATAAATGGTACAAATAATTTCAATGCAACTATATTGTATAATCTCAAATCTATAATTGAAGATACTGATCCAATAGATTATTCTTTTAATTCAATTGCTGATAGAACATGGATATTTTTAAGAAAATTGGTTAATATATGGTATACACTTTGTTCACAAATGTTAAGTTCATTTATACTCAACGATAAAATTAATCATATTATACAGTTTACAAAAATATTAGATCAAGATATGGATCCAACAAATTTATATAATTTAGATATTTTTGATGATTTTATTGCCCCAGCAGATAATTATTATTCTAAAGTACGCTACGAATTAATTAAAAAATTAAATCAAATTAAAAATGATCAAAATCAATACCCAATTGATTTTAATAACACAATGAATCCGATTGTAAAATATAATCATTATTACACTAATTTAAATAATACTAGTTCAAAAATATATGTTATGATGGCTTTAATGAATGAAATAGGTATATCAAAAATTTTACCACGAATAAATTCAATTGACAAACACACACAAAAATTGGTTACTTTTGTGGAACAAATTGATGGATTTTTAAATCCAGAATATCTAACAAATAAAATAAATAAAATAATATTACCAGCAACATTAAGATATGAGGATTTAATTCAAATGGCCAATGATATGTATAATTCTATTTTATCGGATTTAGAAGTATCATTAAATATTGCCAATGCACTTCAATTATATGATACCATAAAATCTAAATTTACTAAATTCAATGATACTATAACTAATTATATATTGAATGTGGATAACTATACTATATTTATTAATGATTTAGATTCTTCTAGAATATTTGATACTGATTATCAATTTAATAAAAATATGTTAAATACACAAATATTAGTAAAAAATGAGTATGATCAGCAAATACAAAATGCCATAAATAATAATAATATGTTTGAATTTTTTAGATTATATATTGCTGATATATATCGAGTAATTTTCAATCAGGTCAAATTATATTTACAAGACATAATGAATACAATTAATAAATTAATAGTGGAAATTAAAATCCAAGATTTACAAGAATTAAAAACGTATTATCAAAAATATTTTGATACTACTCGATTTAATACCGCATTGTTTAACGTAAATGAATTATCTGACATAATACAAAATCCTACAAGTGATCGCAATAGTAACAATATCAAATACATATTATTTGAACCAGATGATTATACTAGTAATATAAATATTGTTGATGATATTAATGATGTTACAAAAATTTTAACTCAAAATATTAAGCCAAATTTATATAATTTTTACGAGAATGAATTAAATAATTATAATCAATTAATGGATGTTCATAAAAATGTCATGGTCTTAATTAATGATTTTAAAGATGATATGCAAGATAGAATAATGACTTTGAGAAATATGACTGATAGTATCAGTTTAGTTATGTTTAATGATTTTTATAAACAATATGCATTTATTGATAATTCAAAATTATTGACACATTTGGAAAATATCATTGATAATTATGAAAATATCTGGAGAATGACCGAACAAAAAATTTACGATATTGTAAGTAAAAATAATTACCATGTATTGGCTTTATCACAAATAAATAATTATCAAGCATTTAAATCATCCATTAATAAAACTATTAATAATAAAGCTATTGTATCAAAATTTTATAAAAGAATGTCATTTGGATTAATCGAATATTATTATGATATTTTGGATTCTATTGTAACATGTTTAGATAGTAAATCTTTTGATGATATGTCTAATTTAGAATCTTATTTATATCAATATCATTATATACAATTAAAAAGATGCTACATGTTATTCAAATGGATCCGCGAAGATTATCAAAAAAATAAACAAATGATAGATGACATTAATATTCAAAATTTAAAACCTGGTGCTAAATATGATCCTATTTTAAAATATAAAATACAAACAATGAAAACTACGGGTGATTCTAGTAGTGTTTTTTTAGAATTTCAAGGTTTACGCAAATATTTGGACGAATATAGTGCTGTGGCAATGGACAAAGTACAACTTCATTTAAGAATAAATGATTTTGTGTCCAAAAATTATAACAATGAGTTAAATAATTTATCTATGACAACTGGTAAAGATGTAAATTTTTTATTGGATGTTGATCCAACTAATCAAGAATATAATCGACGTTGGGAGACTGGTAAGTTAATATTTATTAATGAAAATAATGGTAATAATCTTAAAATTAATTTTGATTTACTCGATCAAATAAATAAATTTAATAATCCCGATAAATCAAAAGATTTTGGAATTTATTATAGCTCTACTTATCGAAAAATGAAACCAGTTCCTCTAGGAATAGATTTTGAGAGAATTTATAATACTAAAATATTCCCAGATTCCGATGTTATTAGTAATTATATGTCAATTGCTCCTAATATATTAAACAATAAAGGTACTGTTATTATGACATATGGTTATAGTGGTGTGGGTAAATCTGCATCATTATTTGGTCGTAAAATGGATATTAGTAAGGGAATAGATTCACCAAGTAATGGTATATTACAGGCCACCATGGATCAATTTACCAATATTGATATTTATTTTAGAGTATTCGAAATATATGGTTTAGGAACTCAATATAATTATTATTGGAATCCAACAGAAGATAATAATTATCAATGTTACCCTGATTTTTATCAATGTATCATACATCATGTTCTCGATACCAGCAATCCAAATACGTTAGGATTAGTTGATCAATTAGCTTTTACTAATCGTCATGATATGTTAGCATACATTATGGATCTTAAAAATCCAGCTACTGGTACTAATTTTACAATTAATAATATTAATGATCCAAATTTATCTGGCAAAACTAAAGCAACATATAATAAATATTTTGATTCAAGTAATAAAATGATAGGATCTACTTACGCCAAAATCACGGAAAATCATTATCGAAATTTTACTGATTTCGTCGATCAAATTGATCAAGTTAGAACAAATGGTATACCAATTAAAAAACTATTTAATCACATTATAAAACAAGTCAAAGGAACAATAAATAATCCTATTTCATCTAGATCGATATTAGTTTATGATTTTGAAATTAATCTTGATCCAAAATCAACAAATCCAATATTTGTTCCATTTTTGATATATGATTTACCTGGTAAAGAAGATATTGGTAAAACATACGTAGATACAGCTATAACACCCGATATTACGGGCTCTTCTCCAAATCAAATCGAGTTGAGAAAACGTGTATTTAAAGATATCGAGCCAACCGCTTGGAGATCTGGAGATTCAAGCGCAAAAGAAAGAAAAAGCACTTACGTATTAAATCCTCTTCTTATACCTATATATGATGACAATGTTACTATTATTTCTAACATATTGACTAATATTAGTAGTTTTGTTATCACAATACCAACTTCTAATACATTAGAGGCTGCTTTTGAACAAAAAATAGTACAAGATATATTGTCATTTATTGTAGATAATTTTGGATATACCGATACAGCTGGTGATTATTTTACTCCTAATAAATATCCTATTTCAAGTCTATATCAAAACCCAGGTACAATTACAACATTTACTCAGTTACTCGACATGAACAATATTGATCCTAAATATTATACCGGAGAAGGAACCGATATTGATAAATATACAACTAGGCAGAAAGGAATTCCATCCGTAAATATTGAATTAGTATATTCTGGTTTAAATGCCAATTTCATTTTAAATGAAATAAAAATATTAGTATGTGTTGTAATTATTGGATTTTTAATACAATATAAATTATTTGATGTCATTGTAGAAATAATTAATCAAGTAGTAGAAGGTCCAGGTGGTTCAGATAATGATAATGATGGTGGATGGTCAAGAAGTAAAATATATGCATTTTACGAAGCCTATTATATCAATGAAAATGTTGTCGGATTATTACAATATTTAATAACCAGTGTGTTAAATAAATCTAGTGATATACAAGAACAAACATCTACTATCAATGGAGATACAATTACTAATGCTATTAGTGATAATTATCGAACAGCCAATAGATATCGAGTATTACGAGCTCTAAATAATAGAATTCCAGATGGTTCTATTGTTGGTGAATATAAATTAATTGTCAATCCAAAACTATTACAATCTACTGACATTCTAAAATCAAAAGAAATATCTGATTTTATATTAACAAATGATATTGATACAACAACTGGTAAATTCGCAGAAAATGGCACTCCGATTATCGAGGCGGATCAAAAAATAAAAAATGTTATTTCTTTTGAGAATAGAGGTGATTATGATACTAATAAAATATTTAGATCCGGTAATACAACTTACACTTGCAATGATATAATTAATCCCAATAATAAATATATTATTAACCCGATACATGCTATTAATACAGCGGATCCGGTTCTTATCCAAGAAAATAATCGCCCATTATTACAAGATTTTATTGAACCATATGAACAAAAAATATCTTTTTATTATGTGTTTTATGTTGTATCTAATAGTCAAAGTTTAAGAAAAGCGGAAGAACAAATTAAATTATTAAATAATAGTATGCCTTTTATTGATAAAATGGATCCATCAACCAAAAAAAAACAATGTGTATAAATCCAAAAAATGAAACATCACCTATTTATCCAATTAAACCAATAATAATTACACCTACACCTGTGATATCTACGATACCCAAACCCATCATAATACCCGCTAAAATTAAACTTCAAACAATACCAATTTTAGATGCTAGTGGAAAAATACCCATTGCTAATCAAATGTGGAATGGTACAGAATATGTTAGAATTACAAATAAAGCTAATTTTATAAATATAACAACAACAACAGATATAAATTTATCTAAATATGTATCAAAATTTGTTAAACCAATTATTAATAATATTGTTAATATGACATTTAATGCAGGATTTGATATTACAAAAGTAATGTCTTTGTATAATTTTAATGTAGAAAATGCTCGTGCTCTTGCTAATTTTGGAAATTCATGTTATTTCGGAGTATCAATGCAATTATTATTTGTAATGCATGATTTAAGAATGATGATTGTTAATAATACTGATTTTTTACAACCAAATTTTCCCACACCAATTAATGTTACTAAATCATCAATGATAATAGCATATGATAATATCAAAGATTTATTGATCGAAATGAATATATCACCTAAAACAACACCTGTTACAATATTTTCTAATTATAAATTTGTAAAACAAAACATATTTGATATTCCTTCAGTAACATTAGTAGAAGAAGATGCTGAAGAATTCATTTCTTTTTTTACTTCGAGACTTCGAAATGAAATCAGAGACTTATTTTTAATGAAGGGTGTACGTGAATATTATAGAGCTGGCGATGGACAACTTATATCTAGTACACCATATGAATTTTCATTTAATTTTATTAATTTTGATATTATTAAAACAAATTTAAATGCTACATTAGAACAAACATTATATCAATTACACAATGAAACAGATTTAATAGAGGGTTCTGAATCTCTTCATAATACAATAACTGGAGATTATGAAATTGGTTATGCACATTATCGAGTTAATACACTACCACAATATTTATTAATTAGATTAGAAATGGTCGATCCAAATACTAATATCAAACAAAAAAATAATATACAAATAAATACTACATTAACATTGACAACAAATAGTGGTCAATCCATTACATATTTAGCAATGGCTATGATAATGCATCGAGGTAATACTATTGATACAGGACATTATACTGCTCTTATTTATGATAATGCATACAGTGGTAATTTAGAATATATATTTTATGATGATCAAATATCTACTAAATACAACATACCATCTAGTACTAAAATTATGCCATCTAATTTGTATATAAAAAATATTACAGATGCGACATATGTTATTATGTATGCAGATATTACAAAATTACAATAATTAAATTATTTTTTTGAAAATAATTTAATTAAATCTTTCATCGATCCATTTTAATAAATTCATGGATTGATTTATAAATCTACCATTTAATACTGCATTAATAATATCATTAATTGTATCCATACTATATACATAATGATAATACTGGAATAATATACCCTTATTATTAATAACCATATTATTAATAATCTTATGATTATGAGGTAATTTTATTGATTTATTGTTAAATATTGTGTCACATATATCAATAATAGTATTCAAATAACATGATTCAATATTGGACAATCTATGTATAATATCTAATTTAATATATGTGGATATGATATGATATCCATTCATTTTATCTTGATGAATTATATTATGTATTATATCTTTAGAAATGTGTAAATTATTGTAGTTTATACATTTATAATTATTAATACGCGTATCAAATATTGGTATTTCTAAAGTGATATCTTGGTATAAATTAAATAAAATATTAATAACAGAATCAATACATGGTCTATTACGAGAATTATAATCTAAACATGATTGTAATGATATGGGTAAAATATTAATAATATTTTTAAATTCAGATGAAATAATAAATTTTTTTACAATGTAATCATAATTTTTCACATTATTAAAAACAGGAAAATATTCATGCTGATACATTAATTGATTGGATAATAATTCACACATTAAAATACCAAAACTCCATATATCTACTGATGTATTTAATAAATTATCACAATCAAATGCTTCTGGTGGTCGATGTGTAGTTGTACATTTAATTGTATTAATAGAAATATTTTCTTGAAAATAATATTCGCTACACCCAAAATCAATTATTTTACATGTATTTCCATTTAACATTATATTATCTGGTTTGATGTCAAAATGTATTATATTATTATAATGTAAATATCTTATACCATGAGCAATTTGTAGTAAATAATAATATATTTGTTTTAAATCAAGGGTGTACAAATGATTTCCAATAATATCAGATAATGATATATCATAACATTTCATAATCATATTTGTTGGTTTGTTTAAACAATTTGTCATCATTTTTAAATCAACAATATTTTTATGATGCATAGATGCTAATATATTTAATTCAATAAACATTGATCTAGAATAAACATCATAATATTTAATAATGTGATTTTTTTGATTTATAGTCACCAAATAAACTGTACAATTTGATTTTTTAGACAATATTTTTTTGAATATTACAGAATTTATGTCAATAACATCGATCATTTATTCAAAATATTGTATATATATTAACTATGATTTTCTAAAATGCTATTCATTTGCAAATTTAATATTTTAATTTTTGCTTCTAATTTAATAATCTTAGCCTCCAATATGTCAATTTTATTCAATAATTTGTTATTGTTATTATTATCATTATTATTATTTTGCATTATATGGGGATTTCCACGATTTGGCATTGGTTTACGTAATCTAGATGGCATACTAACCGTAACAATAGATTTATTTGAAGTATTTGGTTTTCTGGCATGTGATATTGTACTAGATTCATCATTATTATTATCATTATTATTATTATTATTATTATTATCATTATTATTATCATTGATATCATTATCATTATTATCATTATTATCACTATTATTCTGATCATCATTACTATTATTATTTTGCGACAGATTATCTAATTGATTTTTTTCATTTTCATTTTCATTATCATTTATATCAGAATCTTTATTGTAATCATCAAATGTTTTTTTTCCCATAATCAAATCAACAATTGAATCACTAGATTTATCATTTTGATTTTGATTTCTGCCTCTTGGATGAGCTTTTTTATTTATCATATTAAAATAAGTTCTGCGGTCACACTTACCATTAGTAACTTGTTTAAGCATTTGATTCTTGTAACTCATTATTATATTATATTTCGTTTAAATTTAATTGTACATTTCAAACAAATGTTTAATTAAATTAATATTATTAAATTCTAATATTATGTTTATTTAATATGGAAATAACAAGACTACCATGTTTATCAGGTTGTAATTGATTAATATATTGTTCCATTTCTACAATATCAAAGGACAAGTTATGACTAAGAAGTACATCTAGTACGTCGACACTGTACGCTTTTATCGCTATCATCACATAAATATTTTCTTCTGGGTAATAACCTTGCTCAAAATATTTTTCTATGTAATATTTAAAATTTAATATTACAGCTTGTTTGAAATTATTTTCGTTGTTTAAATTTATATCCAAATCTAAAAATAAATCCAAAAAACGATTATCACTATTTGCACAACTTAATATAATTTCATTATTGTTATTTAGAAAATCACAAGGATTTTTTACATGTTGTATTAATATCAGTAATATTTCATAACAATTGTATAAACAACAATCTTCAATCATTGTGGATTTTACCACAAATTCTGGTGTATATTCTATTATTAATTTTAAAAAATCAACAAGATTATATGTTATTGTTATTTCCACAATATTATCAAAATACATCGATTCACATTTATTAAAAATGGAACACGTTATTAATAGTTGAAATATATGTATATTAGGTTGTTCACTAAATAGAGTACTAATTATTGCGTCATATATATTATTAAAATCCAAATCATATAACGAAATATATGATTCAACTCCTAGTAAATCTCCATCCCTACACAAATGACGTAATTTATACGGATTGATAATTTTATCATATTCCATGTCAGATATAGATTTTTTGAGGAAATTTCGTAATATTTCACATAAATGTATATTTATTATATGATTGTTAAAATATTTAATTTTAGATATAATAATGTCATCACTTATATCATGTTTTTGAATATAATTATAAATAGATTGTTCATTGCCTTGAAGACAAATTTTATCAAATTTATTTGTGGCCAGATTCATAATCAATATGATTTTATCATACAAATGATTACATTAAATATTAATATTTCAATTTTATTAATCAAGATCAAGTGATATACCATGTTTATTGAATATCGAAATAATTTTTTCTTGATCATTTAAATGTTTAATTTTTTTGATGCATTCTGTAACATCGTAAATATTACATTCAATTTGATAATCAAGCAATAAATTTAAAATATCTTCATTAAAATAAAACATCGCTAATTCTATTATATATTTTTCGTTTTTTGGTTTATGTCCAAGTTCTAAATATTTTTGAACATAATATTTATTTTTTAAACTCACTGCCATTGTCAAATTGAATTCATTATTGATTGCAACACCTAAATCTAAAAATAAATCAAGAAATATTGGATTATGATTAAAAATACATTCTATCATTAATTCATTATTTTCAATAAAATCTACTGGATTTTCTAAATATTGTATTAATAACAGTAACATTTCGTAATTTTTATGTATTTCAATACAACATCTAATCATTCTTTTAGTAATAACAAAATTTGGTAAATTATCCAATATGTAAATCATAACATTTTTATAATTGTTTTCTACAATGATACTAATTATTGTCTCCGAATTATATTGCGTTTTTATCCAATTAGGATGCGATAATAATAAATCTATTACGGATAAATTTGGATTATCGTCGTATAATACTGTGTTTAATGCAGAATATATATCTTTATCATTAATATCATGATTGGATATATATTCATTAATTTCAATTAAATCACCATCGCAACATAGTTTATTAAATTTATAAGGGTCAATTATATTTTCAAAATCTTCATCAGATATGGGTATTTGAAGACAATTCCTAATATTTTCTCCAAAATTACGAATTTCTATGTTTGAGTAAATAAAACTCGAGCCAATATTTTTAATAATATTTTTGATTACATCATCAGAAATATTATTTTCCCTTATACGCTCACAAATTTTTTGAATATTATTTTCATTACACCCTTGGTCAAAAATATGCATTAATTATTAATCTCATTCAATTTAAATTATAATATTATTTTATGATCAATTTTTTTTACTCTGTTAATGATATATATATATCATATTTTAATAATGTATTAATAAAATTATCTGCTTTAGGACCATCCATATTTTTTATTAATTCATTAATAGTATCCAAATTATAATTAAAATTATTTTCAAGCAGAATATTTAAAATATCAATATTGCGATTCATAATGGCAATATGTACATAATCACAATAAGATGAGTAATATCCATATCCAATTAGTTTTTGGACACAATATTTATTGTTATTTAATACAGCATAAAATAATATTAAAGCATCATTAATATTTTCTCCTAAATCTAATAATAAATCAAAAAAACGATTATCAGAATATGGTATAACTTGACGCATTAAATTATATTCGTTAATAAATTCACTGACATTGTTGATCCTATTTATAAAAAATTCAAATATATCATATTTTTGATAACATATACAAATATTTATCATATCTCTAGTTATTTCGATATCCAATATTGAAAAAATAAAGTTAATTATTTGGAGCAAATCAAGACTAATTAAGTTGTGTATTATTTCATTTTGTAATTTAGCATTCCATAAATAATGTGATATAAATAAATCTAATATGGATAAATCTGGATTTATTTGCTGAGAAATAATTTCAAACGAGTCTTTGATATCATATTCGACAATATCGTGAACAGATATATATTCTTTTACACCATTATAATCTTGATTTTTGCACAAATTTTTTAATTTATACGGATCAATTAATTGATCATATTTTGCATCTGATATATCAATTTTTAAACAATTTCTTAATAAATCACATAAACTTCTATTTACATTCAAATTTAATATTGTTTCTATTATTAATTCATCAGATATGTCTTCATTTATAATAAAATTATAAATATCTTGATAATTATTATTAGATTTTTTACAATAGTCCAATAAAATATTTTGCCATGACATAATTAATTTAATATTTATGTTATTGTTTAAATAATTTGTTTATAAAAAAACATTGATTATTTAAATATATCAGCTAAGACACACTTAAAGAAAAAACAAAAAATATATATAACTTTATTGATATGAATGGTTATAATATTAGCAATTACAAAGATTTATTTATAGATATCGATAAATTTGACGAAGAAAATATCAGTTATGTCAAACCTATATTATTTTATCAAGTAACAAAAAATATGGGGGTTTATTATGAAAAAATAGTAGAACCAAAGAAATTAAAAAGTTCAAAATCAGAAACTAAATCAAAATCAAAATCAAAAAAAAATTCTGGATCAAAAAAAACTACATTATCCGAAACAATACCAGTAAAACCAAAACGTAAACAAAAAATTATTGTTCAAACACCAAAAATGGTTGTGCCATTTGGCGTAAAAGAGTTTGATAATAATGGTAGAAAATCTTATAACATGTGTTTATCATTTAGTAGCTTAACTAATTTATACAATGATGATGATATTAAAAAATTCTATTATTTCATAAAAAAAATAGATACAATCAATCAGGAAACAATTTCAGAATATATTAAGCCATGGAAATTACCCAAAAATTTAAAATATAAAAAAACACTTCAAAGATTATCAGATGATTTTCCTCATTATATGAGTATAAATATGCCGCACGATGAAAAGTTAGGATTTTTATTTAATACATATGATGAAAGTGGGAAAAAATCTACCATAGATATAATTGAAAAAAGATCTATTGTATCTGCTGTTATAGAATTAACAGATATTAAATTCACAGATAAAATATTTAAATCTAATTGGACCGTGATGCAAATTAGAAAATTCAAACCATATTCTCCCATTCAAGAGTTTTTTATGACTGAATGTTTTATTTGCGATGAAGATGATCCTGAAGATACTGTTTATGCTAACCTCATTGAAAAATATCACAAAACATTACAGACACCATTAATAGTACCATGTCCACCACAAATGTATTATCCTACAAATATTTCTCAAATAAATCCATATCAAATAAATCCATACCAAACATATTCAACAAATTCAAATATACCCAATTCTCCAAATTACAATATACCTCCTCCTCCTGGACCAATTCCTCAAAAAAATAATACACAAACAGAAGGAGCAAATTTTAAACCACCGTCACTTCAAGAATTATTGAGTGCCAAAAAACTTTTGAAACCAACAACTACAGTCATTAAAGAAGTAAGTCAAGGAAAAGTAATTGAAGAAGGACAAGATATGTCATTACCTATTCCCCCTCCACCTCCGCCTCTATTGGAAAATAATAAATCATCCGAAAAATCATCAAATAAATCACCTGAAAAATCATCAAATAAATCACCCGAAAAATCATCAAATAAATCACCAAATAAATCACCTGATAAATCTTCGAAGAAAAATTTAAATAAATCATTGGATGAATCATCTAATAAAAATATTAATAAACCAGAAAGTAAATCGTCCGAAAAAACATCCAAAAAAACTATCAATAAATCATCAAATAAATCTATTAATAAATCATCAAACAAACCTAAACCAAAAAATATATCAAAATATTCAGATAGTGATGATGACAGCGATGAGAATAATATTGCTGAAACAAATATTGTTAAAAGAAAACAAACTAATTCAAAAAATAAAATCACAAAAAATGCACAAAAAAATACTTCGAGACAAGAATAATTTAAGATAAAATATTTTATGAATTAATAATTTAGAACAAATGTTTTAAATTATTAATAAATTATTTCAAATAGTATTGTTCATTTCTAAAGGTTCAAATTTAACAATATCCAAATTATCAATAATACCACTTAATTCAGACATATTTGCCCATGCTAATCCTTGTTGTGTTACTTTAATAATTTGTATTGGAAATTTACCAGAATTCATTGATACATATTGTAATAAACCTCTTTGTATTAAATTATCTACCACTTCTTTCCACCAATTCATAGAATGATTCTTGCCAGCACCATAATATTTATTTTTCCTAATTGCTGGTGTAATATTTTTATTATTAGATGCTCTCAAAATATTTATATACATGGTAATTCCAAAACTACGGTCTTTAATAGATTCAATGAGATCGATTAAAATTTTAGCTTCTTTTTGAACATTTTGCGTACTTTTATTAATTCCGGTATCAATTTTAATACGTCCACAACAATTATCACAGAAATTACATTTATCTGGATAATCTTCCTCAAAATATTCCAATAATATTTGTCTGCGACAACGTTTTGCTGTCAAATAATTTTTCATCACTCCAAGTAATTTTGTCAATAATTCTTTGTAAGTTGGTGTTGTCATGGTACTATTTTTGATTAAACTTTCTTGAATAGCAAAATCTCGATAATTGTAAAAAGCATAACAATATGATTTTTCTCCATCCCTTCCTGCACGACCAATTTCTTGATAATATCCTTCAATATTTTTAGGTGCACCATAATGTATAACTGCTCTCACATCACTTTTATTTATTCCCATTCCAAAAGCAATCGTCGCAACCATAACTTTAACTTTACCAGAAACAAATTTTCGATGAGCTTTTGATTTAATTTTAGCATCAAGATCTCCGTGATACATTCCACAATCTATCTTGAAAGTTTTTAAAATTGCAGCAACATTTTCTGTTTCTTTTTTTGTAACACAATATATAATAACTGATTCATTTTTATGTTTTTTGACAATAGGTATAATATCATCACTTGAACGACTTGTTTTACACCTAACTTCTAAAAACAAATTAGGACGATCAAATGAAGTTTTTATTGGATTTTGTGTTTTGAGTTGTAGAGTTTTGCAAATATCTTTACCAATAACATTAGTAGCAGTAGCAGTTAATGCTAAAATAGGAATATTTGGTAATATTTCTTTGAATAATGTCAATTCTCGATATGCTTTTCTAAAATCAAATCCATAAGAACTAATACAATGTGCTTCATCAATTGCTATCAATGAAATTCCAAGTGCATCATCTAATTCTGTTAAAAAACTCTTTAAACTAGTTAATGATTCGGGAGTAATAAACACAAATTGATATTTGCCTTTCATAATATCTTTTCGCATTTTATATTTATTTTCTACTGTGGAATTATAACAACATGATGTTATGCTTAATTTATCCAAAATTATTTTTTGATCTTCCATGAGTGATATCAATGGAAAAACAATAATTGCAGGTTTATCTAAATATAATGCTGGTATTTGAAAACAAATAGATTTTCCTTGTCCAGTTGGTAAAAGAGCACATACGTCTTCGCCATTTATAATACGATTAATAATTTCATATTGTTTTGGTCTAAAACTATCATATCCATATACTATTTGAAGTAATTTTTTTATTTTTTTGTATCGAATAGTCAATACTTTTGTTTTTTCGTATTTGTCCATTATTGTTCTATTTAAATAGTCGTAATATATAATTATAACTATTTAATAATCAATTATTTTAATATTATTTATCATAAATCATTAATTATAATTTCATCCAAATCATAATAAGCAATCGAATTAAATCCAGTTAATTCATGAGCATAACCCAATTGATTTGTAGTGATAATTATATCACTATAGGTAAAAGATGATGTGTGATGTGTATGTCCATAAATCCATAAAATAATTGGTTTTTTTAAAATTTTTTTTAAATCATTATGAAATGCCATATTATAAGGACTATATGTATATTTATGATTAGCCAAATATAATCCTTTGCTTGTATCATTAAACAAAGGTGCATGATGTGTTAAAATAATACAGGGTTTTGTGGATAATTCCACTTGTTTAGTAATATATTCAATCGCAATAGTATTCCATTCATTCGTATCTTGCGTTGTAATAGATACAAGTTCATCTTTATCATTATATTTTTTTATATAATGATAATCATTTATGGCACACATAATTTCATTACTTTTAATATCTGGGATATGTGACCAAAGTGTTGATCCAATAATAATTATATCACCTAAATCAATACAATTATTATCCATGAGAATAATATTATCAAATTGTTGACATATTTCCGATATTTTTATTTGAAATTCTTCAATACTATGTAAATTTGATTTATTGATATTATAATATTCATGATTTCCCGGAACATAAAAAATTTTATCATACTTTGGACTAATTTTTTCAAAAAAATTATATAAATTTGATTGAAATGGATTTCCTATATCACCAACAAGAGCTAAATAATTTTCATCATTTTTATCCATTTTAGTATTCCACAAAGACATAATTTTTGGTATTTCAATTGTTTTTAACATTTCTAAATGTAAATCAGAAACATATCTAAGTATTCTCATTATTAATAGTTGATAGTTGATTATTTAATATTTGATCGATATCTTTATATTTTTCAATATTTGATCGATATCTTTATATTTTTCAATATTTTACAGAATATTGATAAAATATTGATAAAATATTGAATAAATATATGTGAGATACTAAATATAAAGTGTCATTAATATTATATACACTAAAAATGACTAGTAATAGCATTAATTCTGTGCCATGGATTGAAAAATATAGACCCAGAAAGCTAAAAGATTTTGTACAATCACAAAATTTAATAAACTTATTTAAAAATAGTACCGCCAAAGGAGAAATGACACATTTTTTATTTTATGGACCTCCTGGTACCGGAAAAACATCGGTAATATTAGCAATGGGTAGAGAAATATTTAAAGAACATTTTACCACACGAGTAATTGAATTTAATGCTTCAGATGATAGAGGTATTAATGCCGTAAGAGAAAAAATTACAAACGAAGCCAAAAAATTCGTAACACAAATTGTTAAACCAGATGGTACAATTATACCGTCTTATAAAATTATTATATTAGATGAAGCAGATTCTATGACTGATGAAGCTCAAGATGCACTTCGTGTTATTATTGAACAATATAGTACAACTACGCGATTTTGTTTTATCTGTAATTATATTTCCAAAATAACCGATGCTATAAAATCAAGATGTACGGCTATATATTTCAAAAAATTAGATGATGGGTGTATGATAGACAAATTAAAAGAAATATCTACCAAAGAATCCATGAAATTATCTAACGAGATATTATCTACTATTATTGATGTTTCTAATGGTGATATGCGTAAAGCTATCATGTTGTTACAAAATTTAAAATATTTGTATAGTTTCAAAAAAAGAAAATGTGTAGATTTTGATAAGATGAGTATTGCAGAACTCAAATCATTATCTTTTAATAATTTGACACAATCGCAGGAAAATATCATAGAACCAGAAGATATTTACAAATTAGCAGCATCAATTACAATGAAACAATCTCTAAAAATAATACATGATTCTATACAATGTAAAAATATTATAGAATTATCTGATTTATGTAAACAAATTATTACAATTGGTTATCCAATTGACACTATTTTAATGCAATTAAATAAGGCAATACTTGAATCTAATAAATTGAACACTATTCAAAAAAGCAAAATTATTATTAATTCTGGTGATGTTTTATTAAAAATAAAAGAATGTGGAAATGAATACATACAATTATTGAATTATTTAGTATCTGTCTGGAACATATCAAAAAATAATTAATATATAACTAAAAATATAATTCATTAATTTAATTTATAATTAAATTAATTAATTGATCAATTAATATTTATAATAAATGATTTTTTAAAGTACCTATTGAATATTTATTAAACCATTCGTCTGTAAATATATTATCGACATGTCTATTTATTTCATCCATATGATAATAATAATAGTAATTTCTCGATAGAGAATCTATTTGTCGTTTCATAAGACTATTTATTGTTTGAGAGTATGATTTCATAAATTTATCATTAATATTTTCAAATAACATTGTATTACTAGTAATTTTAGGGTCATCCAATAATATGTACAATATTTCAAGATCTTGATCACTTATTTCTTGATAATCTTGTAAAACAATATATATTTCAGAATTGGAACTATTACTAGATGTTGGTTTTATTAGTGTTACTTTGGAAAATTTATTTGATAATAAATAAATCATGGATATAGTTAAGGGTTCGGACATTGGCAAGAATGTCTTAAAAATAGCTGATTTATGTTTGGGTAAACAAGATAGTATACATATAATTTGTCCCATATTTATTTTTGATAAAATTATTTCTTGATTATTAAGTTCAATAGGATTACATTTTATTCCAGCATCAGCCGTCATAAAATCGATATTTTGTAGTTCAGGTAAATGTCTGTAATATTTAATAACTTGACTATGTGTAATATCTCCAGACATATCTATATTTGGGTCTCCGAAAATCCATTTTTTAGGATATTTAGATATTAATCCATAATGATCATTCAATGCAATATCATTTTGGATAGGATTAAGTGTTTGAGCATACCAATCTAATTTTTTATTAATTATATCTAAATAATGATTAGTGGCAGAAATAAATGCACCAGGTGCTTCACATAAATGAAATGTTTTGATAATCATCTTGTCAGGAATAAGATAATTAAATTCGTGTAATATCTCATATAATTTTATCCAAGCATTTGTGACTAATTCTGCATTAAATTCATTTTTTAACGATCTTTTGATTTGACGATATGTATCTAATTTATAAGTTAAATTGTCCCATGTTAGGCATTGTTCCTCATAATTGGCAATATAACGTTCTTCATTAAATATTCTACTTGGTTTTGTATCCATAACTCTTTTATAATAATTCAACATTGATTTGTGTTTACAGATTTCTCGATAATATTTATTTTTTGCTATAAATTCTAAATTTGATAATTTAATATTATGTTTTTTGTTCGATGTTTCAATATTTAAAATTTGTATATTTGTGTTAAAATATGGTTGGCAATCTTTATTTTGTTTTAGCCCATAATTATGATGCCATTTGGTTATATAATCTTTTTGAATATCATTATTATTTTGTTCTGTATTGTCAATATATGAATTAATACTATCAATCCAATACTCTCTGCATTGTTGATATTTTTGATATATCGATTTATCAATATCGTCATTATAATTCAAAGAAAATATTTCATAAATTTTCGCTGAATATAAATTTTTCATGTATGTAATAAAAAATTTGCTATAATAATCACTTGGTTTGTACATATTTAGTATCAAATAAACTTGTGAATCAAATGGATTAGATGATTTTGGTCTATAAAATGTATATTCTTTGAAATATACAGATGAAAAATCAAGAATGAAATACCAAGATTTACTTGACAACATATTTAGTCGAATTATAATACTAGCACCATTATTTAATTTTTCTAAAGCGGTAAAAAAATAATATATAGTTGCATGCAAATCGCGTTCTTCTTGGTTCCACGTTGTTAGGTCATCAAACATATGCAAAGAATCAATAAATATTAAGTCGTAATTTGTTAGTTGATTTGTATTTGTAATATATTTTACTTTATATGATTGACCAATATAATCAATTTCTGGTTTATTAACTACACAAATATTTGTTAATTTATCAAAAATTTCATTACCAGATGTCCAAATATGACCCTCATTTTCAAATTTAAACAGATTTTTTTCGCTGTATAAAAAAATAGCTTCTACTGTTCCAAATCTATTTTCTTGACCAATAAATGCAAAATTATTAAAATCACAAACACATTTCAAAGATAAAATTTCCCATACAGAATAAAATGCCTCTGGAAAATACGGTTGATACAATGACATATTATTAATCAATGATTTAATACTTTTCAAATTATTATTGTTTGAAAATGTAATAGGAGTCAACATATTATCATTATAGTATCTAATTCTCATATTTTGATTATTTTCATAATGATTATCTATTTCATATTTATCATGTTTAAACCATAAATTAAAAGGAATCATTTTTTCATACTTATTAACAACAAGTAATTTACCAATGGTCGTATTTTGTGAATATTTGTGTATTTTTTTTGATGTTTTTACAATTATTTTTTCATAACTTTTTTTATTTACCAATAATTCATTCATTTTTTATTGATATTATGATAAGTAATATTAAATAAATTGTTGCATATTTTTATGCCAAATACGTGTTACAATTTAAATTTCAAATTTTACTTAATAAATATTTGACACAAAAAAAAATTGAAAAATATTGTCCGATATAAAAATATCCAGCATAAACATATTAATATACTTTTTTTATTAACTATGGTATTAATTGGTTTAATGGGTAATGCTGGTTCAGGTAAAACAGAAGGTGCTAAATATCTTGTTAATAAATGGGATTTTGTCGAAAAATCATTTGCTGATCCTTTAAAAAAAGCTTGTCAAGAAATGTTCTTATTTACTGATGAACAAATATATGGTACACAGGAGCAAAAAGAAACACCAGATCCTAGATGGTTTGATTGTACTCCTAGAAAAGCTTTACAATTTGTTGGAACAGAACTTTTTAGAGATAATTTAGAAAAAATTATGCCAGGACTTGATAAAAATATTTTCACTCACCATTTTAAACTATGGTACGAACAACAATTAGCAATAAATCCTAATATTCGTGTTGTTGTATCTGATGTCCGATTTCAAAACGAAGCAGATTTTGTTAGAAATTTAGGTGGTATTGTGATAAAATTAGAAAGAGAATTGGGAGAAAAAACGGATACTCATGCTTCTGAAGTAGAACTACGTAATATTAAAACATTTGATTATTTAATTAAAAACACCGGAACAATTAAAGAATATCAAGAAAATATTTGTAAAATTGTATCTAATCTTTTAGATAATGCATTCAATTGCAAATATATGGATGCTTATAATCAACCAGTTAATATAATGAGTGATATGTCAATGAATATATAAATCTATTAAATATAAATTAAATAGACAATTATCAAAATAATTATCTATTTAATTTAATATATATAATATCTGATGTCCAGCGAAATACCCATCACTAAAACAACAACTATACTCACTGAACGACTAAAACCTGGGTCTTATAGTGTAGAAAAAGCAAATGTGTCAAGATATTTTACTCTTAATGCTTGGCAATATTTAGTAATATTAGGTATAGCAGTTTCAGGTTTAGCTGCATTTGCCACTACTTATGATGCAATCACTGGAATTGATACTAAAATGGAAGTTTGTGAACAAACTGGAGATCTAAAACATCAATTAAATATTAAATTTATTGTTATTTTAGTATTGTCATGTCTAGCAGTTTTATTTGGTATTATCATGGCTTGGTTCTTTAGAAGTCAAGAAAATCAACGTAGATTATTAACTCTTGGTATTACAACCAGTGGTATTTTAGGTATATTATATGCATTAAGTATTAGATTCACTAGTACTTCAAATTTGGTCAAACTTGGTGTATCATGGGGATCATTATTATGTTTCTTACTTTTAGGATTCTTTTTACATACAGGAGTTAAAATTTCTGGTGTCACAACAGAAACATCTTAAACATCTTAAATATTTATAATATTGATTTTAATATAGATTTAGGCAAAAAGAATATTTAACCACTATAAAATTATATTCGCAAATTTTTTATCTCTAATAAAAGTATAATTAACGATGGATCCTAATTACAACGAAGACTTGAACAGACAAATGATGGCATTACAGCCCGCTCAACCTGTCCAACCAGCACAAACCAGTGGAGGTTTTATGGATTTTATTAAAAATAATAAATTAACCGTATTAATCATTGTATTAATTATTGCTGCTTTAATCTGGTGGTTCTGTTTTAGAAAACCTAAAGATGTTGCCGCCATCAATGGAGCCACTTTTACTCCCGGTAATAACGCTAAAATAGGAATTACCAAAACCCGAGCTCTTTATTAAAAAATTGAAATTATGTTATTATATTAATAATGGAAACATTAGTAATATAAGTAAAATTATCAAAATAAATGAGTAATTACGGAATAATTAAATTCAATTATGAAGGACCTTCTATAGATATTAAAAATTGTTCAGGATCATATAGTGATGGTACAATTAATACTAAATATACTTTACAATCACTCAAAAATCTTTTACAAAATAATATCAAAATAATTGATAAATTGTTATCACTAAATGATCATGTTAGTAATTTGGTTGTGTGTGATGATGATGTCACCATTGAAATTACTTCTGATGATATTTTTGCGCAATTGATAAATGAAGAAATTATATTAAATGTCAATCAAGATGACAACAATATTCATTATTCTAATGAAATAGAAACTAATCAAGATAGATTAAATCGTATTCTAAATATGACCAATACTAATGAATCTGATAATATATTTGGTGATGTATCCTCTGATACTGATTTAGATGATAGTGATGATATTGATGATACAGAATTAAATTATTTACCAACAGATCAAAGAGCATTAAAATTTATAATCGATAATTTTGATAAACTCGCAAAATTTGATCCAGCACAAGATTCTGATTCTGATTAATAATTGAATTATAATATTCTTGACAAGTTTTAATAAAATTTATTTTATCATAATCTTTTAGATAGTCTGATATACATATAATAGTATCAATATTAAGAATATCTGTTATTGACATTTTTGATAAAATTTATTATCAGATCATTATAATAATCTGATAATAAATTAATTTAGTTTAAAAATAATAAATGTGTGATAGTACTGGGAATCCATGATTTGATATTTTTATCATATTCTCTATTAAAAGTTAAATGAGTGACACTATATGGTACACAATCTTGGATATTTTGATTAAAATTACGTCCAAAAGTTAAATGACTGACACTATTAGGAATGCAATCTTTTATATTTTGATTAAAACTATGTCCAAAAGTTAAATGAGTGACACTATATGGTATGCAATATTTGATATCTTGATTAAAATTCCATCCAAAAACTAAATGAATCACACTGCTTGGAATACAATTTTTGACATCTTGATTAAAACTCTGTTCAAATTTCAAGTGAGTAAGACCATCAGGAATTGGTTTGTTTAAATTTTTTACCAAATACTCATTTTTTATTATGGGAATATTATTATTTGGTATTTTACCTCTATAAATAAGTCTTTTAAATTTATTTCTAAAAGGTAATAATTTGACATTATTGTATTCATATATGTTGATATAATTAATATAATTTTTTATTGCATAATATTCTTTACAAGTCATCATAAAATTCATTTTATCATAATCTTTTAGATAGTCTAATATACACACAATAATATCAATATTAAGAATATCTATCATTGACATTTTTTAATTGGTTTTATTATTTGATTATTTTCGTAGCCAAATAACAAATCAATTTTTTGATTTAAAAATAATTAATCATACTATTTAAAATAAAGTGCAGTATTATTCGTTCTGTGTATATAGATGCGGTAATACAATTTTTGATAATTTAATCAAAATCTTATCCAAAAGTTAAATGAGTAATGTTATTTGGAATTTTTTATCAAACTCATTTTATATGATCTTTTAAAAACTCAAAAATATATGATAATGTCAATATTAAAAATATCTATTATGGACATTTTTTAGTGTTTTTTTATTATCAGATCATAATAATCAAATAAATAAATCAACTTTTGTTAAAATCTAAATAATAAATGGGTAACAGATTTGGGAATCCATAATTTGATATTTTTATTGTATTCTTTATGAAAAATTAAATGAGTAACACTATTAGGAATAGAATCTTTAATGCATTGATCAAATTTATATTCGAATTTCAAATAAATAACACTATTTGGAATACAATCTTTGATATCTTGATTGAAATTGTTTCCAAAAATTAAATGAGTCACGCTATTAGGAATACAATCTTTAACACCTTGGTTAAAACACCATCCAAAAGTCAAATGAGTGACACTATTAGGAATGCAACCTTTTATATCTTGATTGAAATCATGTCCAAAAGTTAAATGAGTAACGCTATATGGAATACAATCTTTGATGTTTTGATTAAAATCATGTCCAAAAGTTAAATATGTAACACTATTTGGAATACAATCTTTGATATTTTGATTAAAATCCCATCCAAAAGTTAAATGTGTAACACTATTGGGGATACAATTTTTTATATTTTGATTAAAATCCCATCCAAAAGTTAAATGAGTAACACTATTTGGAATACAATCTTTGATATCTTGATTAAAATTCCATCCAAAGGTTAAATGAGTAACACTATTTGGAATACAATTTTTGATGTTTTGGTTAAATTTCTGTCCAAATTCTAAGTGAGTAACACTAGTTGGAATACAATATTTGATTTCTTGATTAAAATCACATCCAAATTTTAAATAAGTTACACTATTAGGAATACATCCTAATATATTTTGATTAAATTTATGTTCAAATTCCAAATGAGTAATATTATTAGGAATACAATCTTTGATATTTTGATCAAAACATTCTCCAAAAGTTAAATGAGTGACACTATTTGGAATACAATTTTTGATATCTTGATTAAAACATAGTCCAAATTTTAAATGAGTAACACTATTCGGAATACAATTTTTGATATTTTGATTAAAATAATATCCAAAAGTTAAATGAGTGACACTATTCGGAATACAACCTTTGATATTATTATTAAAATCTGGTCCAAAAGTTAAATGAGTCACACTATTCGGAATACAATCTTTGATATTCTGATTAAAATAGTTTCCAAAAGTTAAATGAGTGACGCTATTCGGAATACAACCTCTTATAATTTTATCTAAGATGAATGTAACTTCCAAACAAGTAATACTATCAGGAATTTTTTTATCCAAATCTCTCATAAAATATTTTTTTGTTTTTACATTAGATAACATATTATTATTTGGTATTTCACCTTTGTATACAAGTCTCTTAAACCTGTTAATAATGGGTAAATTTTTGACCATATCATATTCATATAAATTTGTGTAATTAATATTATTCCTAAAATCATAATACTCTTTACAAGTCATCATAAAATTCATTTTATCATAATCTTTCAAATATTCTAATATACACATAATAACATCTATATTAAGAATATCTGTTATTGACATTTTTGAATTAAATTTATTATTTGGTTATTATTAATAATTAAATAATAAATCAAATTTTTATCATTCCAAAAATAATAAATGAGTCACACTATTAGGAATCCATAACCCAATATTTTTATTATATTCTTTGTAAAAAGTTAAATGAGTCACACTATTAGGAATCCATAACCCAATATTTTTATTATATTCTTTGTAAAAAGTTAAATGAGTGACACTATTAGGAATACAATCTTTGATATTTTGATTAAAACTTAATCCAAATTCTAAATGTGTGACACTATTAGGAATACAATCTTTTATATTTTGATTAAAATCCCATCCAAATTTTAAATGAATAACACTATTTGGAATACAATCTTTGATATTTTGATTAAAACTTTTTCCAAATTCTAAATGTGTGACACTATTGGGAATACAATCTTTTATATTTTGATTAAAATCCCATCCAAATTTTAAATGAATAACACTATTTGGAATACAATCTTTGATATCTTGATTAAAACATTCTCCAAATTTTAAATGAGTAACACTATTGGGAATACAATCTTTAATATTCTTATTAAAACAACCTCCAAAAGTTAAATGAGTTAGTCGAGAAGGCAACGCCTTCTCTCTAACCTGCCCCTCTGGGGAGTTTTTGAACACGCACGATGACAAGGTGACGCTATCAGGAATACAGCGCAGCGCTATTCGCTCTGCGTGTATACGCACGCGAATACAATCTTTGATATTCTGATTAAAATCATGTCCAAAAGTTAAATTAGTCACACTATCTGGAATACAATCTCTAATATTTTGATTAAATTTATATCCAAATTCCAAATGAGTTACACTATTGGGAATACAATTTTTGATAGATTGATCAAAATTATGTCCAAATATTAAATGAGTGATACTATTTGGAATACAATCTTTAATGTCTTGATTAAAATAAATCCCAAAAATTAAATGAGTGATACTATTGGGAATACAACCTTTGATATCTTGATTGAATTCATATCCAAAGGTTAAATGAGTAACACTATTAGGAATACAACCTTTAATATTTTGATTAAAACACATTCCAAAAGTTAAATGAGTCACACTTGTGGGAATACAATTTTTGATATTTTGATTAAATTTATTACCAAATTTCAAATGAGTGACACTATTGGGAATACAATTTTTGATATTCTGATTAAATTCATATCCAAATTCTAAATGAGTAATATTTTTAGGAATTGGTTTATTTAAATTTTCTACCAGATATTTTTTTTTAGTTATATCAAAGGATACATTACAATTTGGTATCCTACCTCTATAAATAAGTCTCTTAAATTTGTCAACAATAGATAAATTTTTGATAGTATTATATTCATATAAATCAGTAAAATTAATATGGTTCCTAAAATCATAATATTCTTTACAAGTCATCATAAAATTCATTTTATCATAATCTTTTAGATAGTCTAATATATACATAATAACATCTGTATTAAGAATATCTGTTATTGACATTTTAATGAAAATTTTATTATCAGATCATTATAATAATCTGATAATAAATCAATTTTTTAATTTAAAAATAATAAATGAGTGACAGTACTGGGAATCCATAATTTGATATTTTTATCATATTCTTTGTAAAAAGTTAAATGAGTCACACTATTAGGTATACAATCTTTGATATTTTGATTAAAACAAATTCCAAAAGTTAAATGAGTCACACTATTGGGAATACAATCTTGGATATTTTGATTAAATTTATCTCCAAAGGTTAAATGAGTAACACTATTCGGAATACTATATTTGATATCTTGACTAAAACAATATCCAAAAGTTAAATGAATCACGCTAGATGGAATACAATTTTTGACGTTTTGATTAAAACGATATCCAAATTCTAAATGAGTCACGCTGACCGGAATACAATCTTTGACATCTTGATTAAAATCCCATCCAAAAGTTAAATGAGTAACGCTATTTGGAATACAGTATTTGACGTCTTGATTAAAACAACCTCCAAAAGTTAAATGAGTCACACTAGCCGGAATACTATTTTTGACGTCTTGATTAAAATGATATCCAAAAGTTAAATGAGTCACACTGGTCGGAATACAATCTTTTATATTTTTATTAAAATCACGATCAAAAGTTAAATGAGTTACATTAGCCGGAATACAATCTTTGATATTCTGATTAAAACATTTTCCAAAAGTTAAATGAGTCACACTATCGGGAATACAATTTTTGATGTATTTATTAAATATATATCCAAAAGTTAAATGAGTGATACTGGCCGGAATACAATCTTCGATATTATGATTAAATCTAGATCCAAAAGTTAAATGAATAACACTATTCGGAATACACTGTTTGATATTCTGATTAAAACCATGACCAAAAGTTAAATGAGTGACACTAGTTGGAATACTATTTTTTATATTTTGATTAAAATACCATCCAAAAGTTAAATAAGTGACACTAGTTGGAATACAGCCTCTAATATTTTGATTAAAATGCCATCCAAAAGTTAAATGAGTGACACTATTCGGGATACAATCTTTGATGTTTTGATTAAAATTCCATCCAAAAGTTAAATGAGTGACATTATTAGGAATATAATTTTTAATATTCTTATTAAAACAATGTCCAAAAGTTAAATGAGTAACACTATTCGGGATACAATCTTTGATGCCTTGATTAAATTCTGATCCAAAAATTAAATGAGTCACACTATTAGGAATACAATTTTTTATATTTTGATTAAAATTCTCTCCAAAAGTTAAATGAGTCACACTAGCTGGAATTATTTCATCTAGATCTTCTACTATATATTCTAGAATATCTTCATTTTTATCCGGTATTTGACCCCTGTAAATAAGTCTCTTGAATCTATTATTCATAGGTAGATTTTTAACATTACTATATTCATATAAATTTGTATAATTGACATAACTTCTTAAATTGTAATATTCCTTACAAGTCATCATAAAATTCATTTTATCATAATCTTTCAAATATTCTAATATACACATAATAACATCTGTATTAAGAATATCTATGATTGACATTTTTTAATTAACTTCTTAAATTGTAATATTCCTTACAAGTCATCATAAAATTCATTTTATCATAATCTTTCAAATATTCTAATATACACATAATAACATCTGTATTAAGAATATCTATGATTGACATTTTTAATAAAAAAATATTATTTGATTATTATGATAACCAAATAATAAATCAATTTTTAAATAATAAATGAGTGACGGACTTGGGAATCCAAAATCTGATATTTTTATCATATTCTTTGTAAAAAGTTAAATGAGCAACACTATTGGGAATACATCCCTCAATGTTTTGATTAAAATATGCTCCAAAAATTAAATGAGTGACACTATTAGGAATACAATTTTTGATATTTTGATTAAAAATCCATCCAAATTTTAAATGAGTCAGTCGAGAAGGCATTGCCTTTTCTCTAACCTGCCCCTCCGGGGACAAGGTGATACTATTTGGAATACAGCGCAGCGCTATTCGCTCTGCGTGTATACGTACGCGAATACAATCTTTTATATTTTGATTAAAATACCATCCAAAGGTTAAATGAATAACACTACTAGGAATACAATCTTTGATATCTTGATCAAAACATTCTCCAAAAGTTAAATGAGTGACACTATTGGGAATACTATTCTTAATATTTTGATTAAAACAATATCCAAAGGCCAAATGAATAACGCTATTAGGAATACATTCTTTGATATTTTGATTAAAACAACGACCAAAAGTTAAATGAGTGACACTATTTGGAATACTATTTTTTATATCTTGATTAAATTTATCTCCAAATTCTAAATGAGTGACACTATTTGGAATACAATCTTTGATATTTTGATTAAAACGATCTCCAAAAGTTAAATGAGTGACACTATTTGGAATACAATCTTTAATATTTTGATTAAAATTATCTCCAAATTCTAAATAAGTAACACCATTTGGAATACAATCTTTAATATCTTGATTAAATTTATATCCAAATTTTAAATGGGTGATACTGTTAGGAATACAATCTTTGATATTTTGGTTGAAATCATATCCAAATTTTAAATAGATGATACTGTTAGGAATACAATCTTTGATATTTTGGTTGAAATCATATCCAAATTTTAAATGAGTAACACTATTTGGAATGCAATCTTTGATATTTTGATTAAATTTACATCCAAAAGTTAAATGGGTAACACTATTTGAAATACAATCTTTAATGTTTTGATTAAACCACCATCCAAAAATTAACTGAGTGACACTATTGGGAATACAATCTTTAATATCTTGATTAAACTCAGATCCAAAAGTTAAATGAGTGACACTATTAGGAATATTATTTTTGATATTTTGATTAAATTTATATCCAAATTTTAAATGGGTGACACTATTAGGAATATTATTTTTGATATTTTGATTAAATTTGTGTCCAAATTTTAAATGGGTGATATTATTTGGGATTGGTTTATTTAAATTTTCCGTTAAATATTTTTTTATAGTTATATCAGAGGATACATTGCCATTTGGTATTTTACCTCTGTATACAAGTCTTTTAAACCTGTCAATAATAGATAATTTTTTGATCATATCATATTCATATAAATTTGTATAATTAATATCATTCCTAAAATCATAATACTCTTTACAAGTCATCATAAAATTCATTTTATCATAATCTTTCAAATATTCTAATATACACATAATAACATCTGTATTAAGAATATCTATGATTGACATTTTTAAAAAAATATTATTATTTGACTATCATGATAACCAAATAATAAATCAATTTTTGTTATTCTTATAAACGATCGGATAATCTTTTACTACATTTTGATATGAATTATTTGGTGAAATATCATTATACGTATTAATAATTTCATCCAAAAATTTAACAAAATCTTCGCGCAAATTACCTAAACTAGTTAATGGATTAATTTTCAAATATCGTCTAAAATGATTAATAATTTCTAAAGCATTATTTGATTTTAATATTTCCGACATTATTAATAATAATTTGACAGGATACTTAATTAAATCATATTTTGGGTCAATATATACTAAATCAAATATATTAATATATTCATCAAAAGATTCCAAATATACTGGTGAACGAGCATATTTTGATAAATTAATTTGATTAGATCCAGTATCCGTAATATTATGTTTTACTTTAACTGCTAATTCTTTAAGATCCTCTAATAATCTGGTATCATGACAACCATCGTATAAATATAATAATAATAATAATCTCTTCAAACGTTTTTCATATTTTCCTTTGGTCCAAGGAAAGAAATTGAAATCAGTAAACAAAATCCTAATTAAATCACCAATAAAATACGTATATGAATGTGATTTAACTTCAATATTTGGTAATTTTATACCGGTTAATTTAATTGGCATAATAAACATACCATGATCTTCATTATAAGTACTGGATGATATAGTGGTAACTGATACATCAATAAATTCTGATGGTATTTTAAAACTGGGTTGTATTAATCCATTTTTAGCGACAATATTTTCCGCAATAATATTAAATTTAATTCTAAACAAATCAAAATCAAGTACTTGCCTATTTCCAGATATATTTTTTATTATTAAATTAGAACTGACATAATGTATATTTTCCAAACTGGATTCTAAATTGGTTTTAAAATTTTTATTATAAGAATCTGATAACATTAATATTTCTGTTCCTTTTGGATTTTCAAAATCATTGTACATTATAAAATTATTACCTGGAGATAATTTAACTTGTCCATTATTGTATGGTACAACTATATATTTAATAAAAGCATTTGGATCAGTATATTCATCTGGACCAGGTGCATTATCTGAATCAATTTCATAATATACACCATTTAATTGATTAATAGTATTTTGTATATCAGCAATCATATTATTAATTTTTTCTTTTGTATAAAAATTAGCGGATTTAATAACACTAAAATTATATTTTACGAGTTGATCAATAAGTATGGAATATTCCAGTTCATGTTTTCCAATAGTTGATACAAGATATTTATGGTATGGATATAACAAACTTGCATAATATTTTGACGTTTGATAAATTTTTTTGTAATTTGTTATGAAATCATTTAATATATTTTTATTGTATTGATAAATAATGTCGTTTATTGAATCAATTGTTTCGTTATCATGGATATTGTATAACTGAGTTTTAGATATAAATTGCACAAAAGTATCATCGACAAAATTAATTCGAACATATTTCCCAACAAGAACAATCTGTTTTATTTTTGGTAAAGAATTAACTGGGAACATGATAAAATAATTATCTATTATTTCTTTAGCTGTGATAAATCTTGGATTTGCAATAAATTTTTTAACTATTTGTAATGATTTTTCATAAATTTTATCATCATTTTTATTTTTGAAATTAGTCAAAAAATTAGTATTAACTGTTTCATTAATAAGTTTATCATTTAATACATCTTGTAGATATTGATTGAACAAATATGTGGTTTTTTTGAGGAATTCGATAATATACGGATATAGATATTTTTTGAGCTGATTAAAACGATTATTGGTTAGCGTATGTATATTAACACTAAAATCAAAATCACTTTTTTTAAAATACATAGCAAATAATTCTTTAATCCTAGGATCAGTAACCATAGTAGAAAAATGATAATTCATTACATTACCACCTTTAAAAAAAACTTCAACATTTTCATGTTCATAAAAAGGTTTGTGACCATCTTGTATTAAATTAATATTACCCAAATAGTTTAAATAAAAATCTAAAGCATTAACATAATTTAAAAATAAATAATAATTATTTTCTTCTTGGAAAATAATTTTAATAAAAGTATCTGTCGATACATCAACAAGAGTCCTTTTTGGAGATTTTAAATCTAAGCTATTTTCATTTACTTGGGTATTTTTCACTTGTTTTAATATTTTACCAAAATTGATAGTATTTGGTGTGTACTGCATTTATCTATCTATATATATATAATCATATATTTATTATAATAAATATATGATTGTTAATAAATATTTATTCATGTGCAACATATAATGCATTGACAATATCAAGTAATTTTTTTCTAAATAAAGCATAAGAATTCCTAATTTCCGTAACACTAGAATCATTACTACACCATCCATAACTAACATTAAAATCCGAAAATATTTTGTTTAATTCATCATCCGATAATTTTACAAGTTCATCCATAATAATTACAAATTTTATTATGTATTCTATTTCATAATATTCGTGATGAATATTGGGTTCAATCCATACCAAATTATAAAATGAATAAGATTGATAATCAAAGCAATAAAACATAGAATAATTAACTAATTGTTTTTTATTTGGTGATTCTAAAAGTTTCTTCAAAAATGATATATAATTATGTTGTTCTGTATTCAATAAAAATAATAATTTTATCATTGATTTATCATAGTTTATTAAATACCATGGTAAATAATGTTCGTTATTAAATATATTTTCTATTAAATTATACACTAATGTTTTCCTGTTATAAGATTTTATGTAAACATTTTTATCGTCCAAATAATTTATAAATATATGAGGTTTATCCACTGTATTAATATAAGTGGAACTGTTAATACGTTGAATACGTATATTAATAAAATTAGCTACTATCGGATATGTTACTAGTGATTCATTATATTTTGTGTCTCTCAGAGTTAAATTCAAATCTATTTTCAAAGTATCATAATCCGTAACATGTGTACCTAATCTTGTAACTTGTGCCAAAGATTGATCAAATATTATACTATGTTTTTTATCATTAATGTCATCAATATAAACAGATTCGGTGCCTTTTTCCCCGTTATATATATATACTGAATTCCTAGGTATAATTTGAACATCTCTTTGATGTAATCTTCTTGATAAAACAACTGTATCATATAAGGATTTATCAGTATAATTACAACCGGAAACTTCAACATCGGTATTTCGTAAATAATAAGTATTTGAATTAATTTGTGATAAATCGCTGACAATTACACTAAACAATTTATGTTTATTATCATTATTGTATATATTTCGATCTGCTAATAGGATAAAATATTTATTTATTTCATTCTTTATCGCCACATTAAATTTGGTAATACCTGATGTTAATGTGGATATATTTTTACTGCATAATTTACTAAAGTAATAAATATATGGGAAAAACATTAAATCGTCAGTTTTATCCATAAATTTGTTTAAATTTTGAGAAATATCATTGATTATTTTGTAATTATTTTTTCTGGCTTCTCCGGCATTTTTTGGATCTGGATGTATCATTAAATTCGCAGAATAGTCAAAATAAGGTTTCGACATAATATTTTTTATTTGATATAATTCGCCAGAATCATAATCTATGTTGATATTGTTAACATCACCATAAGCAGAACTAATTGGTCTAAAAAATGATTTAATTTGTCCTAAATCTTCTGAATGATCCAATAAAATATCAAAACCATCTGTCAATACATCAAATATTTCCACCATACTTTCGACAGAATATTTTTCGATAATTTCAAATCGATTAACATTGTCTGTTTTAATATTTAAATCAAAACTCATATTTGACGCATTAAAATATTTAGAATAATTTTTAAAAAACACATTAGATTCATTATCATTTGTATTAAAAATTTTTTCTACAATATTTTTAAAAATATTATCATTTTGTGCATTATTTTTTTTTTCTTGACGATAATAATAGTCAAGAATATATTTACCTCTTGATATTAAATTAATAGTTTCTTGTCCAATAAGTGGTAAATGACCATGATCTACCAATTTTACATTAGTGTGTAAATATATCCATGGTTCTATTAATGATATAATTTTTGCCAATATTAATTGTGAATCAATATCGTTATAAATTACAGAAAACAAACTGCGAGTAGAAATATCATGAATCGTATTGATTGGATATTGTCTATTAAGTGATTTTCTATTTTTTGCTGGTCTATGTTCTTCTTTAATGACAGGTGTATTCAATTTAATCATTATATGATATATAATATTATATTATATAATGTTTCGTAGATAACTTAATTATTAATACCATACATTAAATCATAAATATGTACAGTATTAATGATATATGGAGTAATTATATTTATCATAGTAATTTTATTTGTATACATATATACGCTCATCGCTAAGCTGACAAATACTATTCTGAGTATTTGAGATAATTTAATAATGATTATATTATTGTAAAATATACCATTAATATCTCTCATAATATCACACGCATGATGTATATACATATACACAAAAATATTTTTATCATCTAAAAATAAAAATTGTAAAAGCGGTACCATGTGACAAATCATATGTATTGTTCTTCTACTAGTTATATCATTATGATTGCATAGTACAGGTATTATGTTTGTTATTTCATACAAAAATAGTTTCATCAATAAATTATTAAGTTGGTTATTGTCATATGTAAAATAATTAAATATTAAATCCAATCTCATAATTACTAACGTAATACGATAAAGTATATTGTGTGATTTGCGTAATATAGTGCGATTAAATTTACCAAAAAAATAATGTGAAATTAATATTAAAAATAAAACAATATACGATGCATTTTCAAAATATTGATATTTCATATTTGATAGAGTAATTGGACAACTCATGAATAGAATAATATTAATTGTATGAATCTATATTTTTATATGGAAGCTTAAAAATATAATTTATATTTTTAGCGTAATAAAGAATACGTTAATATTATATGTTATTAATGCAATTGATTAACAATAAATACGAAATTCAAAATATTGAGCTGGGTTCAGGAGGTTTTTCGAAAGTATATTTAGGGATTGATATTGATACGGGTGAAAATGTTGCAATAAAAAAAATTCCTTTAAAACAAGATAAAATATCAAGTCAAGAGTTAATGAACAAATTATCTATCGAAATAGAAATTATGCAAAAACTTGACCATCCAAATATTGTCAAATATTATGATGTTTATAAAAACAATAAATATTGGTTTATTATCATGGAATATTGTAATGCTGGCACTCTTGGCAAAGTAATTGAATATAATGAAATGTCTAGCAAAAATGATATTCATTTTGATAGAGAAGAAAATAGTCATTATTATTTACATCAATTAGTTAGTGCACTTGAATATATTATTAATCTTGGATATATTCATCGTGATATTAAACCCCTAAATGTACTATTAAGTTCTGAAAATAACGATTGGGATGGTAAAAATTATGGCGCAAATGAAAAATTAATTGTCAAGTTAGCTGATTTTGGTTTGGCTAAAGAATTTACTAAATGCGAAAATGAACTTATGAAATCGCTCTGTGGTAGTCCGGCATATATGGCTCCTGAAATTCTATTAAATCCAAATGCTGCATATGATTCAAAAATTGATATTTGGTCATTTGGTGTAATAATGTATCAATTATTATTTGGTAAACATCCAAATCGCGCACAAAATATTAATCATCTCAAAGAACTTTTGGAAAATAAAAGAATTGAATTCAACTATAATAAAAATTTTAGTAAACATTGTTATGATCTTTTAAAATCAGTATTAACAAAAGATCAAAAAAATAGAATAGAATGGTCTGATTTATTTAATCATGAATGGTTTTATTATTGGAAAAATATTGATAAAGATTCAAATATATTAATTCACAATAATATAACTGATAACAAAAATATACAAAATAAACCAAAACTATTTCAAGATATATCAGATGCAATTGGGTCAAGTAATTTAACCAGAATAAAAAATTACACAAAAACAGAAGCTATTATTATTCCACAAAGTCGCAATAATCGATGTTATTCTGGATGTCGTGATGAATTTGATACTAAACATTATATTGGTAAAAATAGCATAGAACGTCCAAATAAATATATATTCGTTTCACCAGATAATATATTTCCGCTTAATCTCTCTAAATTTATTAAAGATGATTATTCTGGAAAATGATAATATAATTTTTTGATTGTCATATAAAATTATAATAATCAAAAAATTCTAACATAAGTATATATATGTCTACATTGGCTGTGATAATAATCATATTTCTCATATTATTGATACTCGGTGCCATTGGTGGAGGTCTTTATTATTGGTTTGGATACAGATCAAGATATACACCCGGACCTATAATGCCTATTCCTCCTCCATCAACGCGTTGCGTTCTTCCGAAAGGAGCTTGGGAACAATCTTGCACTGGTGGAACAATATCTGGTACAACATTAACCGCACAATGTAAAGATTCGGCAGGAACTCCAAAAGCTTCCACACTTGATCTAAGTAGATGTTCTCCTGGTCCAGTTACAAATAATGCTGGTGTATTGACTTGTACACCAGGTAGTGGATTTTGTAATACTACGCCCACATGCGCTTTGCCTACAGGACCATATCAAAGTACATGCACTGGTGCAGCAATAAATGGAACAATGTTATCAGCCACTTGTGATGGACCTAATAATACTAAAGTACAAACTTCATTAGATCTTAGAAATTGTGGTCAAGGAGATATTATTAATAATAATGGTAGTTTAAGATGTGGCGCCGGATATGGATATTGTTAACAATCGTAATCGTCATTATTTCCATTACAACTGTTGCAACAGTTGCATTCATCTCGATTACACGAATGACATCTATTATGTTGGTTACGACATTTGGATTTGCATTTTTTTTTCAAGGATTTATATTTATTTGATAAACATTTCAAAGAAGAAAGTGTTTTTCTTAATTTATGATTTAAATCAGCATTTTCAGAACAAACATAATTAATTTGACAAATTAATTTTTTATTAGTTTCACATAACTCACATATTTTTTTATCTCGATTTTTTAATTCACATTTTAATTTAGTATTTTCACACTGGCATACATCTAATTTTTTTTCCAATTTCATAATTTTTTTCTCCAAACATGATTGTGATGTTTTTGATTTTTGTAGTTTAAAATATAATTTATTTAATTTATCTTGAAGACACTTATCACCACATCCACACTTATCATATTTATCACATTTATCATATTTATCACATATGGGATATTTATTACTATGATAATAATTAACATCATGACTTGGTTCATAAAAATTATCAGATATATTATCTGATATATCTGTGACGCAAGTTGTATCAGTATTTAAATTACTACTTGTAAAAACATTTGGTATCTTAACATCGATACATTTTTCTATTGATGTATTAATTTTACAATGTCGTAAAGGATCACGTAAAACAATAGGCAGTTCACTTGAACAATCGGTAACAATACAATTACACAAATCTGACATTTCGTCCAGCATAATTATACAATATAATAACATATATTTTATTGTATAAAAACATCATTTATCACTCAATTTTAATGAATTCATTAAATTATCATACGATAATATTCATTAATGTATATTCTAATATGACCTTTTATTTTTTTTGTTTTAAATCTAATTACATATTCTTTTCCGTCTAAACCACCAAGCATTTTACTACAATTAGGATCCGAACTAAAACTATAATAATAAATACCTGTAGATAATTTATGTCCTAATTTTTTTAGAGGAATATAATGATTCGACATAATAGAATCTAATTTAATGTGCGGAACAATTATTTTTTCATTTTGCGGGTTATTGGTCAAATATAATATTTCAAATTCAATTAATGAATTCGAAAATTCATTTATAGTTTCACTATTTTTTTCTTCAATAATAACAAAAAATAAATCTTTAATATATCCATATTTATCAAGAGGAAGAATAGATGTATTATAAATTGTATTATCATCAACATCTTCTATAGGTAATTTACAAATATGAGTTTTTTCATAAATGTATAACATTGGATTTGTTTTTATTTCAAGATTTATTGGTACTTGAATAAGAGAATTTTTATCATCAATGATATTAAGTTTATCGGATAATTCAACAAAATTTGCCATTAAAAATATATTAGATAAAGGTATTTCTTTGATAGTTTTTTGAAATAATTTTGATAATGGCGACATTTTAACAACAAGATAACAATTTAATTTTGATTCACGCATTTTTTTAACTGGTAAATGATTTTGTTTTTCCCGGAAAAAATATAATGGTAATGTTGCGCGATGTATATCAATCAAATTATCACCAGAATTATCATTATACAATAATTTACTATTTTTAGTTATTGTATCATTTAAATCATGATAATCCGAATGATTTTTTTTATATATCATTGGATATAAATACAACAAATCTCCGTTACTATGAAATAAAATTTCTTGTTTTACCCCATTTGTTTTAACCACATATATATATTCCACAAGTTTGTATTCAACATCATCAACATATTGAATACGATCTATTGGTTTTAATACAGGAATATCAATACATAATATAAGATCTTCGATACATTCCCCATAATTTTGGTTAGTAAGATCAAATATAATCTCTGAATCAAAATTCATTGAACTCGTTGTGTGTATAGTATTCATATTTTCTACACTAGCTGATATAAAAATATTATCCGGGCAATAATATTTTCCATCAATATAATTAATTGGCATACCAAATGAATTTAAATTTTTTGGATCTAATTTTTTAACACATAAATCTAATTGTTGGCTTGTCGACTGAATACTATTTTGTTGATAGTGAGATATTATATTTTCGTTTATTGTTTGTTTTTGTATTATGTCATAATCTATACCATAATTATCTAATAATGTACATATTTCTGAATTACATATATATATTTCACCACTTCTTAGGAAATTTAATACATATCTAAATATTTTAGGATCTACATCATTTAAATAAAATTGTTTAGATCTGTTAATTTTGAGTTTATTCTCAAAAAATACACTACGTGATAAAATAGAAGATGTTGTCATAAATAATTGATTACCAGCAGTAATTTTAATTATATCTGAATGTCTTGATGGAAAAGAAACAATTTTTTTGAATTTTAATTTTGGTTTTGGCGCTAAAGTTTTATCTAATAAACCATAATAACCTAATTCAGACAATAATTGATCACTACAATCATCAATATTTTGATAAATAGCATCTTTATCAAATCCATACGTTTTGATAAAATATATTACTTTGGAAAAATAATATGGATCTTTGTCTAAAAAATATTGTGTTTTTTTATCATCAGTAATTTTTTGTAATCGTGTATAGTTAATATTTAAATATTTTAATAATTTTTTTTTGAGATTAAATTTTTTACCTCCAACATTTAAAATAATTTTATTTTCTATCTGAATATTTTCCACTTCAGATTCACTGGTTGAATTTATTATTTGTGATGTATTATTTGCATACATATTTGAATTATAAAATTGATCATTTGGTTTATAAGATTTATTATTGATTGAATTATTGATTGAATTATTGATTGAATTATTGATTGAATTATTGATAGGATTATTGATAGGATTATTGATAGAATTATTGATAGAATTATTGATTGAATTATTGATAGGATTATTAATAGGATTATTGATAGGATTATTGATAGGATTATTGATTGAATTATTGATTGGATTATTGATAGGATTATTGATAGAATTATTGATAGGATTATTGATAGGATTATTGATAGGATTATTGATAGGATTATTGATAGGATTATTGATTGGATTATTGATAGGATTATTGATAGGATTATTGATTGAATTATTGATTGGATTATTTATTTTGCCTTTGATCAAATTATTTTTTGATTTCCCTGAAGTAATATTTATTTCTTCATCTGACGATAAATTTAATTCATCATTTATTTCATTGTCTAATAAATAAGATGAATTAATTGGTGTTTTATTTATAGATTCATTTATAAATATTTCAGATGATTCTTCATCTTGAATAATATCATCTATTGTCAATTCATCACTTTCTGATTGACTAGTTTCCTGATCGTCTATTATTATAGGATCTAATTCATCTTCTAAATCTTGATTAAAATAATCATTTTGTCTATTAGTATTATCTATACTTTGACTATTAATATTATCTATACTTTGACTATTAGTATTATATATACTTTGATTATCTATACTTTGATTGTTATTGTGCAAATCAATATCTTTTTCATATATATTTCCATTTATTCCAAATTTTTGAAATAAATCTCTGATTTTTGATATATCTTGAGGAGATATTTCCAAGGTTATCTTTTTTTCTGTCTTATTCATTTAAATATATCAACATAATATGACGTATTTTTATAACCAATATTAATATCAAATATTGGCAAAAAATATATACTTTTCGTTAAAAAAAATTGAAATATAGATTTCATATAATAATAAGAAAATGTAGTTAATACAAAATATCAAAATGTATTCGAACAAACATAACTTGAAAAATAATTCTGCTAAATCCATGTCTGATTCTATTATTATGGATGAAATAAATAAATGGAAAAGTAAGAATACTGATAACGATATTAAAGTCAAGTCCATTGATTCTAATAAGATAATACTTTCATTTACCCACGGACAAGAACATTTGGTTGAAATTAATTATCCAAAAGGTTATCCAAATATAAAAAAAGGGTTTTCCTGTCGAGAAATAACAAGTGGTTCATCACGTTTAAATTTTATATCTAAAGCGGATGCTCAACTACAGACAAAAAATAATTTATCAATAATTAGAATTATTAATCACCTTGTTAGTACTTTTGATAAATACAAAAAAACTAAAGTCAAACATGTTGATAAAATTAATAGTATTGTATTTGGTGATCAACCTAATGATGAAATGTGGTTTGTTAATGATAATAAAAATAATGATAACAAATCTGTTAATCAAAATAATTCAATTACAAATCCTGTAAAAAATCAGGCAATAGTAAATACTCGTGATGTTGATATTAACCGAGATATTGATATTATTAATAAAATTTTAGAAACTCGCGAACAAAATCATCATCAAAATAGATCCATGGAATATAATAATGCTGATATTAATAAATTAATTGTGCAGAAAACTTTAGAAGAACTAAATCTTTCAGATAAAATTTTTAAATCTGTTGATGAATCTAAATCTGTTGATGAATCTAAATCTGTTGATCAATCTAAATCTGTTGATCAATCTAAATCTGTTGATCAATCCAAATATGTTGATGAATCTAAATCTGTTGGTCAATCTAAATCTATTGACGATTCTAATCAACAAGAAGAAATTTATACATTAGACTCATCAAAAGTGGTTAGAAGACGTTCTCGTCCAATAAGGAACATTAGTAAAAAATCAAATTCAATTTCACCTCATTCTACTGAGGTTATCAAACCAGTTTATACTGAGGTTATCGAACCAGTTATTAATGAGGTTATCGAACCAGTTATAAATGAGGTTATCGAACCAGTTATAAATGAGGTTATCGAACCAGTTATAAATGAGGTTATTGAGCCAGTTATTAATGAGGTTATCGAACCAGTTATTAATGAGGTTATCGAACCAGTTATTAATGAGGTTATCGAACCAGTTATTAATGAGGTTATCGAACCAATTTATAATGAGGTTATAGAACCAGTTATAAATGAAGTTATCAAACCAGTTTCTACTGAGGTTATCGAACCAGTTATAAATGAGGTTATTGAGCCAGTTATAAATGAGGTTATTGAGCCAGTTATAAATGAGGTTATCGAGCCAGTTATAAATGAAGTTATTGAACCAATTTCCAATGAAGTTATTGAACCAGTTATTAATGAAGTTATTGAACCAGTTATTAATAAGATTATCGAACCAATTTCTAATGAAGTTATTGAACCAGTTTTTAACGAGGTTATTGAGCCAGTTTATAATAAAGATATCAAACCCGTTGTAAATGAAATTATTAAACCAGTTAATGAGAATATTATTACCAAAATAAAATCCAAAAAAGCAGAATCAAAAACTCAATTTTCATCAATTATGAATGAAAATAAACCAGTGACTTATAAATTATTCCTTTCTAAACGAATAAAAGAAATACGAAAAAATAATCCCTCTATGAAACATACTGAATGTTTTAGTAAAGCAGCAAAGGACTGGACAACGTTTAAAACCAATAAATTAAATAATTCTGTGGATAAAAAAATTAAAACCACTAATAAATCAAAGAAATGTACAACTATGAGTTTTGAGGATGTGGATGATAAAATGGGTATATATTTGAATTTGAGAAAATATATTCAAAAAGATGATTATCCCTATGATATGAAAAAACTTGAAGAAAATGCCTTAAAAACACAACATCAAAATTCATATGAATCATCAAACTCGGATAAAATTTATAAAAATGCCATAAAAATCATAATTAATGAATTTAAAAAATTGTATCATATTGGTCTTAGATATGGATTTAAATTAGAACCAAATAATTTAAATATTTATGACATCAATTTACTCTTATGTCCAGATTTTTTTAACAAAAACACAAAAATTTATGCAGATATGATTTTAAATAATATATCAAACATTAAACTAAATATTAAATTTGATAGTCAAACATATCCATTTTATCCTCCAAAAATAAAAATCATATCTCCGATATTAAAAAATGGAGTTGCCATGAAGATAGCAAGTCTTGATAATTTACTCCCATCTAAATGGAATTCATGTGTTAAACTGGAAGATATTATTACTGAAATTAAACAAATATGTGAAAATTATGGTGAAATTGATAATAGTACCGATATTCAAGAGTACGATGAATTATATAATGAACTAATTGATTTAGCGATATTATTTAATAGTTCTAATAATTTGATAACAAATGAATCAGAAAATAAAAAAACACCACAAAAATGGAAATCCGGTACAGGATTTGGTCATGATGGTCAAAAAGATTGGGATTTCAAATCTGTACAATTTCATAAACAAAACAATGAAAATAATTTGATGAAATGTCTTAAAAATATTGTGAAAAGATTAAGTAAAATAATTCTCAATAACATCAAAATAGATGCTGTTTCAATAATTAAAAACTCGTGTTTCATGCCTTATCTCCGACAAGTATTTTCGGAAAACACAATTATGGATCTATTAAAAAATATTACACATTTTGAATTATTATTAAATTCAATTAGAATCATGACGCCGGAATATATACCTCTGTTTAAAGATATGACTGATGGTTCAAGTTTAAACGATATATTGCGCGAATTTTACAAAGATTGCAAGAAATATCTAAAAACTATAAAAAAAGCAGTTAAATCCAATTCGGAGGAAGATCAAGAATGCAACTTAGTTTCTAATTTTATTGATTATTATAAAAAATTACAAACCAGAATTAAAAAATATAAAATTGAATCTACTGAATCTTTTGAAAAAATAACTGATAATAATAAGATTGATGATGATAAATCTAATAATGATGTTAAATATTATTATAAATCTGAACTTACAAATGAATCATGTCGTGAATGCTCTGAATTGCAGATAGCCAAATTTGAAGATTTGGCTCAAAAAGATAAAATTAATAATATAAGTGTACCATCACTTAAAAGAATTAGTAAAGAATTATTATTGCATTCTAAAAATTTACCAATAGAATATGAATCTAGTATTTTTCATCGTTATTTAGAAAATAATCTTAAATGTCATGAATTTATAATAACTGGTCCTGAATCAACACCTTATGATTCGGGCTGTTTTCATTTCAGAATGTATTGTACATCTGAATATCCTAATAAAAGTCCAAAAGTGATTATTTGTAATACTGGTAAAGGAAAAGTTAGGTTTAATCCTAATTTATATAAATGCGGTAAAGTATGCTTATCTATCTTGGGAACATGGCCTGGAAGAGCCAGTGAAACTTGGTTACCAGGACAATCCACAATGATGCAAATCATGATATCTATACAATCACTTGTATTAATTCCCGACCCATATTTTAATGAACCAGGATATGAAAATTCAATTGGAAAAGAAAAAGGTATACAACAATCCACTCAATATAATGAAAAAGTAAGATTGGATTGTATGAAATGGGCAATGATTGATATTATTAAAAATCCAATTCCTGGTTTTGAAAATGTTATCAAAAAACATTTTACCATTAAAACTCCATATATTAAACAAATTTGTGAAAAATGGGTAAATGAATCTTCTGATAAAAATAAAAAAGAATATGAAACTATTTATCAAGAATTATGTCAGTTACTGAATGCTCTCCATTAATTTAATCGATTATTTACTAAATAATTAATTAAATTTAATTGATAAAAAATTGATTAATATATTGACTGATTTATATAAATATATGCATATATCAAAATATATTAATACAAATAAATGGAATCTGATACTAAATATATAATACAAGAAATTAATCATCAATGTTATGTATTAGCTTATGAATTTAATGATAGTAATATAGATAATATAGATAATATAGATAATACAGATGAAAAGATTGGCGAACCAATTATTAATTTTATTGTTAAAAGAAAATATAATTCAATAGATGATATTACAATTTTTGAAATAATTAATAAAAATACTAATATTGATGATTTATCAAATATATTTAGTGATATCATTGATCAAAAATATATTATTATTATCGGTGATCAGGAATATCTACCGTATACAGTTGTAGGAAATAATGACTTGTTTTTATCTTTAAAAAATCCAAACCGAGGAGAAATTTTTATGTTGACGAAAAATGAAAAATATGTTATGTTTGATTCAATAAATATTGAAGAATATTGCACCAATAATAATTTTATCGAACTTGTAAAAATAATTTATCAAGATTATTTTTTTATTGTTTTTAAATCAATTAGTGATTCAGTATATTATATTGAATCAAGTGAAACTATTAATAATTATAATAAATATGTGGTTTATTTTAATGATAAATCTGTAAAAAATGCTGAAATAAAATTATATTATTCTGTTTTTGGTCATGATCGTTTCATAGTTTTTGAATCACATAAAGATTTTCAAGATTTATTTTCCAATGGTATTAATCCTGATAATCATGACTATGAAAAATACATAGATCATTATTCTGATTCCGATTCAGAATCAGATTAATTTAATTTTTTAACCGGAAATAATGTAACATAAATTACACCTGCAATAATACCACTTAAATGACCTTCAAAACTTATGCCCGGAACAACAAGTTGTGGTAATATACTAATAATTAAACCTGTCATTGTAATACCTGGATTTTGATTTAATGAAAAATAATATATTACAATTAACCCAAATATTACACCTGAAAATCCAACTGTATATACTTTCCTAGATGGCATAATAGCATGAATAATATATAAAATCATACTTGAAACCAACCATATAAAGATAATTGCAATAGCAAATTGTGTGTGTCCTAATAAATCTTCTAAAAATGATAAATAGTACAGTGATATACTATTTGCTATTAAATGTTCTATATTGGCATGATAATATGTTCGTAATGAATAATTAACTAATTCATTACTAGTGTCATAAAAATTAGCTGGTGAAAAATATATTACTACCATTATTAATAATAAAATATAAGTAACATATCGCATAATAATAATAATAATAATTAATATTATTATTATTATGTAACCAAGTTAAAAATAAACTTAATATAAAATTCTTATATATATCACTAAATAGAGATGTCGCAAAATAAGAAAAAACAATATAATCGAACACTTAAAATGAATAGACATTATAAAGATCTGAATGGCGAATTTGATGGCGAAGTATTATCAGAAGATTTTCGGAATATGTGCAAAACATTTACTAGACAATTTTCCCATCCATTTCCCGGAGAAAGATTTTTACCAAATATCCTTAATTTTGATGACGTTGTATCGGTCAATCATTCTGATATTGAAAATGGTTTTGGCATAAAAAAAATAATTAATGGAAAAGGTAAAAAGATTCATCCTTTTGAATCCTATCAGAATGAACAAAAAAAAGAAAAATCTCATAAAACAAAAATTCATAACTCAAAAACAAAAAATATTAAAAAAAGAGATTTAAATCAAGAAACTGTTATTGAAATACATGATGTATCATATGATACAATTAATGATACCAAAATAAATACTCCAATGGAACCTATTCATGTATCAATTCATGAGCCAATGTATATTCCTATTGATAATCCAATTAATATTCCTATTGATAATTTAATTAATGAACCAATACAATTAGATAGTCAAAATATTTGTGATTATTGGCAATATAATTCAAAATCGCATGTTCCTGATTATCAATTTACTGATATATTGAATGATTTATCCAATGGTAAATGTAATGATGTATATGATGATGTACTAAGTACCATACCCAAAAAAATAATTGATGGAGTATCTGATAATATACCTGATGATATATCTATTGTATTACCCGATGATATGGAGACCATAAATGATCAAATAACTTGTATCAATAATGCATATGATACTGAATTACAATGTCCAATTAAAGATATTGAGATTAAATCTGATGCAAGAATAAATATATTAGATTTAAATATTGACACCAATAATATGAATAATGATAATAATATGAATAATGATGATAATATGAATAATAGTAACAATATGAATCAAATTAATAATATAGAAAAAACTTGTAATGATATAAATATTAGTAAAGATAACTACAATATAAATAAAAATTATTTTTACAAAGATAATATGAATAAAGAATATATGAATACCGATAATAACCTTGAGATTTCAAAAACAAATATGGCAAATTTAGAAGAATCGAGATTTGATCCTTTAGATAAAAATTTCTATTGGAAAGATTTAACTGTAGAGGATATTAATGTGTCTCTAAAAGTAGTAGCAGAATTACGCGAAGGAGGCAAACTTAAAGTAGTTGCAAATACATATTTAGCAGAAGATAATGCTTATCTAGGTTCTTTCTCTAGATATACGTCTGGACAAGGAAGAGAAAAAATTATGAGTTTCTTGGATCATCTTTTTGATGAAACTAAAAGAAATCACGAAAAATTAATTACTGATATTAGAAATAATAAAGATGTTGACAATAAAATACCTGAATTGAGAGATTTATTTAGTAACATGATTATTTTCTTACATAAATATGAAATTATGCGTAATGTATATAAATCCGATTCGGGTACTCATGCTAGACTTGGTAATATTCGAAATAAATTTTTTACATTTAAGGAAAGCTTTTTCAAAGATCTTTGCACACCAAGATCCTAATTTAAATAAATTTACAATTAATTTTGTATAATATTAATTATAAATTTATCGAATGTAAATAATATATACATATGTTGCAAAATAAAAATTTAGTTGATTCTAAGAAAGAAACAGAAAGCATATATTTAGATAGTCAAACCAAAAAATTTGTTGATTCGATTTCAAATGCTAAACCTATTTATACATTATCTTTGAATGATGCTAGAGATGTTTTAAATAATATTCAAAAAGATGAATCTTATAAAAATAATATCGATATACAACACTTGAATGTTACTACTGATAAAGCTAATATTGATTTGGATATATTTAGACCAAAAAATAGTAAAACAAAACTTCCAATAGTATATTATGTTCATGGCGGAGGTTGGATTCTTGGTAATAGTCAAACACATGGTAGATTAGTAACAGAAATTGCTGTTCGAACTAATAGTGCAGTAGTTTTTATTAATTATAGTCCAGCACCTGAAAAAAAATATCCAACACAAATAATTCAAGGTTTGGAAGGATTATACTATGTTTATAACAATGCCAAAACATTAAATTTAGACGCTGATAATATTATAATAATGGGCGATAGTGTTGGTGGAAATATGGCAACAGTAATAGCTATGTTAATTAATGAAAAACAAGGTCCAAAACTAAAATATCAAATATTGGCATATCCTACGATTGATGCTAGCATGAACACACCATCATATAAAAAATATGCACAGGGACCGTGGCTTACTCAAAAATCTATGAAATGGTTTTATGATGCATATGAAAATGATGCCAATACTAGGTTAAATCCGACAATATCTCCATCGAGAGCATCACGTAAAAATATTAGTGGATTACCACCCACTCTTATTATAGTAGATGAAAATGATGTTTTGCGTGATGAAGGAGAAAAATATGCTTATAAATTAATGGAAGCAGGTGTTGAAACATCTAGTGTTCGTATATTAGGTGTAATACATGATTTTTTAATGTTAGATCCATTAAAAGATTCTCCGAATGTAAAAATAGCCATGAATATTGTTGTGTCAAAAATCAAAGATATATTTTATGGGAAATAAAAATTGATACATAAAATATTAATATTTATAATATTTCATAATATTATAGATATTAATGGGTGTATTAGAATTTTTTGGAACTTTATTGAAGAATGATATCACATCTACATCAATTAAATCTGATTTTCACGATAAAATGAATATCAATCATTTATTATTGGATTTCAATTCTATTATACATGTTTCTAGTCAAAAAATTATTAGTGAAGTTAATAGTTTCATGCAACAAGTATTAAAGAATTTATATGAACAAAGATCATTATATACATCCGTTTTAAATGAAAAATTCGAAAAATATCGAATGCAAAATATTCAAAAAAAATTTAATAAAGAAACAACTGCTAATGATATTATTAAAATATTTCATGAACATTTTTCAGACAAATATATGGATAGATTGATTATTACTTTAGTGATAAATAGTGTATTGGGATTGATACGCACATATTGTGAAAATAAATCATTGGAAACTTTATTGATTGCAATTGATGGAGTTCCATCCAAAGGAAAAATGGTTGAACAAAAGCAAAGAAGATATTTATCGGCTATAACTGAAAGTTATAAATCAAATATTTTACGCGAATATAAAAAATATTTATTAAAACAACCCGATTATACATATTTGGCAACCAAAGATAGTATCAAATGGAATCGAAATAAAATTACACCAGGAACAGCGTTTATGCATAAATTAGTGAGTTATTTACAAAGTGATAAAATACAAAAATCATTCACAACAAACCGACCCAATCTAGAAATTATCATTTCTGATATGTATGAAACCGGCGAGGGAGAAAAAAAAATAGTGAATTATGTAAATAAATATTTATATGACACAAAATCATCAGTTATGATTTATAGTCCAGATGCTGATGTAATTCTATTATGTATGTTATTACCAGTAAGTAAATTATATATGTTACGACATAATCAACAATTTTCAGGAAGAAACAGTTATGATTTGATAGATATTAAATCACTCAAAAATAATATTAGTTATTATATTAATAATCATCCAGATTATTCTCAAGAAAATTTTGAAATTGATAATATTAATTATGATATTGTTTGTTTGAGTACTTTATTTGGAAATGATTTTGTCCCAAAAATAGAAACACTAAATGTCAAAAAAGGTTTTCAAAATATTATGGATGCATATTTAAAAACTTTAATAAAATTACGTGACAAAGAAAACTATTTAGTTACTAAATCTAAAACTGGCTATATGTTAAATTTTGAATTTTTAAAACAAATTATTAATAATTTATTGCCAGAGGAAAATGATTTTATTAAGCATAATAATTTATATAATAAATATATCACTATTGGTCAAATTAAAAATGTGTTTAATTATGTTGAAATTACATCAGAAAATCTTAAAGGTGTATATGATATTTTTACTAGGGAATATGGTGATTTAAAAAATTTAATAAAAAACAATGGTAATTTTACATACTTCGAAACAAATGATCTTTTTATGAATTCATTGAAAAAAAGTGTTTTAGTTTTTATGGACGGTCAATGTGTTAACACTTCATATTTGAGTAATAAAGAAATGATTAAATTATTAAGAACATATTACATAAAATATCGAGAATTTCCAAGACTTAATATTAATCTTAACACTTGGTCACATAGTATTGATGATTATAAACACAAAAAAATAGTCAGAGAAAAAAATATGAATGAATATCAAAAAGAAGTGTATAAATTTGAACATATGTTAGATGATTATTATGTCAAATTAAATGCTGAGCCACTTAATTTATCTAAAAATAAAATTGATGATTTTTACATGGATTATTTTGGAGTAAAATTATACGATAAATCTAAAAATTTATCTTCAGAAGCAAATAATGTTATGAAAGATTATATCGAAGGCATGTTATGGGTTTTTGATTATTATTTTAATGATACAACATATATTAATCGTTGGTATTATCAACATGAAAGAGCTCCTTTATTAAATCATTTGTATATATATTTAAAAAATATTAACAAGAATCAATTTCAAAATATATTTGATAATTTGCCTAAATATAGAGTTACTGATCTGAAAAAATATTTTAATCCTGTAGAACAATTAATGTATGTATCTCCAATGACACCTGATATTATTAAATTATTACCATCAAATTATAAAAAATATATGTTATCCAATAATATTGACCCATTTTTGAAAACATATTTTGTGGATATTGATGAAGTAGCCAAAAGACTTTGGAATTCTCAAGTATCTACAGATGTAGATTGTCATAGTATACCATTTTTTAATAAATGTTTAGTTAAATCAGTTGAAAAACCAACTCCAAATGATGATGCACAATTTTTGAAAGCTATTCGTAAAGTACCTCCGAATGAAGTTTATGAACGTAGATCACAAAATTCGACACCTGATTATTAAGAATTTATTATAAATTTATTAGTCAATAAATTTATAATAGTTGATGCAATAATATATATAACTATATCAAATTTTCATAGTCATATCATCTATATATATATCACTATCTACATATATATTTGGATCACAAATTACTTTTTTTATTTCATTAGGTATAATATCTAATTTATGTTTTTGTAAATCCACATTTTTTGATATCCACAATACTATTTTTTTGCTATTTCTTTCATTAATGTAAGAAATACCATAAATATCTAAACTATCTACAAATTTAGTGTTGAATGTTTCTCCAATCATTCCCAATAAACATTTAATGAAAGCAATATTCGTATCATTGTTATTTAAATTTATTACTAATAAATTACTATTGATTGCATTATTAATATTATTAATATTTATAGTATTTTTTGTAATACCAGTCACGAAATTTTCTCTTTGTACAGTAATATGTCCCAATGGAATTGATTTAAAGATGCCCCAAAACCCAGCAATTGTTTGAAATCTAAAGGATGAATTTTTATGATAAACTATCCAGGGATTAGTTAAATCAAATTCTAAACCCGGAGTATCGGTCTCTATATAATTTTCCACTTCAAAAATACCCATTGAAATAAACTATTAAGTATTACAAATAATAGATTTAGATATTATATTTATCAATTTTTATTATCAATGATAATAAATTAATTACAATTTATTAATAATATTTCTTTACTATTATATTTTTTTATAAATATGGGTTTAAATATTTTCAATGGATACATTTTGTATGATAAAGGTCTATATTCTCCTAATTTTATATTTTGAAGAGGATCTTGTTGATGACAACAATTAGTTAACAATATATATTTTGTTTTTGTTTTCAAAATATTTAATACTTTTATTATTATTTTTGTTGGCCAATGTTGTACGACATCTTTTAAAATTATCATATCTGTATTTTCAACCAAATCAGCATTATTTATTGCGTCTAAATACTTAAATATTATATTTTTTTTGCCAAAAAACTTGTTATTATATTCTATCAAATGTGGAACAATATCGAGTCCTAAATAATTTATATTTCCAAAATCAATAAATCTGGAAAATTGCCAATCTCCACAACCAATGTCTACTATTGATTTTATTTCTAGATCATCAAATAATCTTTTTAATACTTCAATATATTCTTTATTATATATTGGATTACTACCAGGTCCTGAACCGTTTCCCCACGTACCTACATTATAAATATTTGTAAATATTTCGGTTGGTGTTTCTATTTTATTTTGCCAAATACCATACTTATCAATAAAATATTTTATTGTGTAATTATTACATACTTTTCTATGTTGGTTATCATTAGATAATGCGTTAATTAAATCATTATTTGTTCTTTGAGCATCTGAACTATTTCCAAGCATCCAAATTTTAATGCCGGAAATTGTTAAATGTCCAGAAATCCATACATCATCAACATAATATGATAGTACATCTTTATTAATATTAATCATTTCCTTGTTTATATATTTATATAAAAGTGCAAATCCACAACAACCACCAAGTATATCAATATATCCGGAATTTATATATTCTTTTCCTCGTGGTAAATCTATTTTATCATAAGTATATTCTGATAATGTTTCAATTTCCCAACCAGCATTAGTAATAGTATGTTTTGGTTTTGATGCAAGACCATCAACTAAATTTCTTATAAAATGAAAATCATATTCTCTATCATCATCACAAACCACAATAATATCATCTGGTTGTATAATTGACATTTCATATAAACCTAATAATTTTGTAGCCGGACCATAATCTTTACATCTATTCACTAATATATTATTATCATTTAACAATTGTTCGGGTATTTTTATTTCATCAGGAAACCTATCATATTTGTATGGTATATTTATTATAATTTTATGACATAATTTTGATTGAGTTAGTAATGAATTAATTGTTTCATATAAATTTTTAAATCGCGGGGGTATTGTTGTTAATGTAATATATATTTTATTATTTGACATTATAAATAAATAATTATGACTAAATCTTTAGATAAATAATCAGAACTCATAATATAAACTAATTAATATATTTTTAACTATAAATTATTAAAATATATTAATGCAATATATTCAAGTTATATAATAACAGAAGGGTATAATAATATAATATATATATAGATAAATCTAAGGTAAAAATTAGTCAATATTAGTACCATACCCAATTATTACATATATTACTAAAAAATTATATGAATATATTCAAAAATAATTGAAAAATAATTAGTATTAATATATATTTCTATTAAATATTAATACTACCATTTATGTTCAATACCAAACAATTAGCTGCAATCAATAAAATATCAGAATTTATATCACAAGATGATCATAAGAAATTTTATTTATTGGGTTTCGCTGGTTCAGGTAAAACCTATACCATGACTCAAAAAGTAAAAGATATGTTATTAAAAAATGAAGTATCAAATGTTTTTTTTTGTGCACCAACACATAAAGCGCTAAATGTGCTAGAATCACAAATTCAATCCACTTTTAATGAATCAGATCGTAAAATTTTACATAATCGCATTAGATATATGACTTTACATAAATTACTTGAATTTAAGCCTGTCATTATAGCAGAAAATGGATCCAAAGTTTTTAAATCAACTAAGGAGTCCAAATTTCTCAAAAATATTTGTAATAATTTAGTTATTGTTGACGAATGTTCTATGATTTGTGAAGAGATGGTCAAAGAACTAGATAAATATGTTGATTTATACCCAATAAAGATTATATTCATGGGCGATCGTAAACAGTTACCTCCAGTTGGTGAACCAGAAAGTCTTATTTTTTCACTTATACCACCTAATTATTATTATCACATAGTGTTGGATGATATTATGAGAACTAATTCGGATGATATTAAAAATGTGTGTAATTTGATAAGAAATATGGATACAATTGATCTTAATAAAGGGATGGTAGAAATACATAATGGTAGCAAAAATAAAAGCTTTAGATTATATCATCAAAAAAAAGATCACACAAAATCATCTTGGTTTAAAAGTTTTATTCGTGAATTTAATAACAACGAAACACCAATTGTATTAACATGGAAAAATGCTACATGTGATAAATATAATACAATGATACGTCAATTTGTTCACAAATCAATTAGTCTCGAAAAGTATATGCCGGGAGATTATCTTATTTTTAATAATTTTTATTCCTCAGAAGAAAATGAAGGATTTTATACTTCAGATATGGTTAAAATTATTCATGTAGAAAATATTGAAAGTATATTATTTGATTGGTCGAAAATCGTGCTTAAAGATGCTAAAAGTGTTATAAATCAAGGCTTTAATGATATAGTTAAAAAAATATCCAAGCTTCATAATAATTTTAAAATAAATATTCTTCAAATAGAAAGAGTGAGAAGCGATGTTATAGATATTAGTCAAGGTTTACATAAAATTAAAGTAATTGATGTTGATGATATCATCAAATATAAAAATATGTTAAAAATTGTCAAAGAACACATTGAATTTTTTTTCAAAAGATATAAATGCGAAAAAGTAGTTTCAATGTTATGGGATTATTATCATAAAAAATTAATAGAACCATTTGCCGAAGTTAATTTCGGATTTAGTATCACTAGTCATAAATCTCAAGGATCTACTTATAATTCAGTTTATGTTGATATTCAAGATATTTTATCTAATCCTAATACTATCGAGTCGCATAAAGCTCTTTATACAGCTGCCGGTAGAGCAGCTAATAGATTAGGTTTTATAATTTAATTTAATTTAATTTTATTAACAATAAAATTAAATTAAATCGTTTGACGTTTTTTAATTATAACAGGTAATTTATCAGTCAATCTAAAAGTTCCGGCAGACATTGGATTTAATTCATGAGGTTGAATATTTAATTCATATTCAAAAAATAATTTACTAACTACTATTGACGATTCTAATATGGCAAATCTTTTTCCCGGACAGTTTTCTGATCCTACAATAAATGGAATAAAATTTTCTTTTTGTTCTGGAATCAAATTATTTACTCCTTTAATAAAATGATCGGGATTGAATTCTTCCGAATTATCGCCCCATATTTTTGGATCTCTCAAATATATTAATGGACTAATCAAGAATTGTGTTCCTTTCTTAAAAATAGTATCATTAACGGTTATATTATTTTGAGCTTCACGACTCAATAACCAAACAGGAGGAAATAATCTTGTGCCTTCATTTATTATTGCGCTGAGATAAGGTCTATTCATGATATCTATATCGTAAGTATTATGATTTTCATGATATTCTTTTGTTTCATAATTAAGTTTTTTTATAATATTATCATTATATGCAACGCTATATATAATTCCCAGCATTAATCTAGCAGTAGTTTCATGACCACCCAAAACAACTGATAATACAAATTCAATTAATTGTTGTTCGGATATATCAAAATTATTTAGTTCATCATTTATAATATAATGACATTGTTTACTAACACGCGCTCTTTTTATTAATTCTTTCATCCAATTATGCACAATATCTCTATTTTGTATAAATTCATGATATTTTGATCCTATTTTAATATTAACAGGTTCAACTGCATTATTAATATAAACCAATAATTTATTTAGTGGTTCAATTAAATCATCGGATATATCTCTGACATCTACACCAAAAATTACTTCACAAAAAGCGACCAATCCTATTTTTGATAAAATAGCTACTAAATCACATTCTTTATTCAGTGCAATACGATCTAATTCTGTAAACATTGAATTTGTTAATTCGGGTGTAATACTTCGTAGTGTTTTTGTATTAAATAATTTAAGAATTCCAGTGCGTTGATGTTTCCACAAAGGTTTATTCCATGAAGTAAAAATACCATCTCCAAAAAATATTCTCAATAATTTATAAAATTTACCGCGTCTCGCATTAGATACTAAAATTTGTTTCGATAAAACTCCATCGAATACAAGAACCACGGGAATATGTCCAAATCTAAATTTTTGATATTGTTTTGTTCCATCATTTTGTTTATTTTTATCTAAAATAAACTTAAAAAGACCATTTGACGCTAATGTTTCCAAATCACCGCCAATTTTTGGAATTGAACCAAAAGTTATTCTCTGCAAAAACCAATCTAGCCATATTAATATGGTTATCATAAAAGAACCAATTGGAGATTCTATCAAATTGTCTTTTATGGACCACATAATCCTAATATAATTAACAAATCTATGTATTATAGATTTATCTATATTTTCGAGATATTACGCCAAAGAAACATCTTGAGAATAAATTATTCAATTTTATTTATTTTGAGAACATATTGAATTTACTCTAGTTTGAAGAGTAATGGCTAAATCTTGATACATTTTTAACAAATAATTAAATTTCATTTCTTCCATAAAGTCAAAAATAAAATTATTTTCAAGTTTATCTGTCCAAAGAGTTGATTTATCTTTGTAAACTCGACATTTTTGCGAAATAAAACCATAAACTAATCTTTTAATAATAGTCACTACTGGAGTTTTAAAGTGATTTATTTTTAAAAAATTATCAATATTAATTTTTGGACTGGCTGTTTCTAAATTTAGAGAAACTTGATTGAATATATCTATCATTTTTAATATACCATTTGTTGTACGAATAAAATAATTATTAACTATGTCAACATCTTTTTTACAAGTTGCCATGAGATATGTAACATTATTTCTTTCTAAATAAACAAATCGAGTTATTTCATTTAAAACATTTTTGTATAAATCCATAATATTTTTTTTACCCAAATCAGTAGATTCATCTTCTGTGGCAACATAAATCATTCTATAATAAAATACTTTAAGATAGAGTACATCAAGTGCCGCATATTGTACCTGAGATACCGGCATTTTGTGAATATACCAATCTCTATCATGAGGCGAAGGCATAGATTCCAGTAATTCGGCCAATCTACGTTGTTGATCATCTGACACAACTTTGAAATAATATATGGCTGATCGAGTTGAATCTTCATCATAAATAGAACATTTATTGTCTGATGGTTCAGATCTAGTTAATTTATAATATTCACATAAAAAACGAGTATCTATTAATGATCTAGTAAATTTAATAATTTTCGCAGGATCATCTTGTAATAAATGATTATACATATATGGAATATCTAAAGAATCCGAACCATGTAATATTTTTTTTATATTTTTATTACAAATAATAAAATCGATGAAATTATCTGTCATTATTGGCTCTAATTCATTAGGACTAACTATTAAAATCATACTTTTATCAGTATGATTATGTTCAAAATTAAGTTGCGCTAATTGTATTTTTCGATTAGTATATTCAAAATCAATTCCCACATATAAATATTTATTAAATAATGATTCAAGTGCAAATACTAATAAAAATGCATGGAAAAATATATTTTGTTCATTCTTAGAACTAATACTTACATAATACATTATATCTTTCTTAAGAATTGCCATTTCTTTTTTACCATCAAAAACAAAAGAATAATTTCCTTCTTGACTCATGAGATCATATAATATTATGTGCAATCCCAAAATTATAGAACTACATTTTACGACGGAATTGGATTCTTTTGTAATTTGTTTATTTATTTGATTAAAATCAATGTTATAATCCAAATTAATATCTAAATTTTCAACTTCTTTTTTTATTTTTTTGTACGATTTTGTAACGATATCATTATTTTCATGTATATAAAATGCGATCGACTTCCATTTATCAATAGGAGATGATTCTGATTGAAAAATATCTAATATTTTTTGATAAAATATTTGTAAATTGGTGGCTATATCATCAATTGATGTCATATTAAATATTTATATATATAATATATTAAGATTTAATGAGAATAAATGATGTTGTGTGGATTATTATCTGTAATGTCACAAATAATAATCAATATAGCATTTTACTATATTAACTAAATAATCCTTTTTCATAATATTTAGTTATTCTTTGTTGTATTCTTGTTATTTGTAATCTTTTATGAAAATCTTTTTCACATAAATTTAAAATTTCATCCAATGTGAACCACTGACAATCTCTCAAATATCTATCTTCATAATTTATATGTATATCTTCTGCTTTCGGTAAATCATTTTCAACTATATATTTTACTTTAACAAAATAACTAATGTATGTTTCTTTTGAACTCACATAAATTGGTAATACATATTCTGTAATTTTATCTGTGTAAAATTTTTGGGATACTAAAATCATTTCTCGCAATAATTCAATTGTTTTTTGATCATAATTTAATTTTTGATTATTTTTCAACAAATTATATATTTCTTTAGATTTAGCATCTGTCTTTTCTGCTAAATAGAATAAACAACTGGTTTCTTCACTAAACTCGCGCGATGCTATTTGTGCAGTGGTTTCTGTGGGACTAATTTGTTTACCACCAAAATCATTCCAACCGGCATCTTTTTTTCTTGTAGGATTTTGGGCCTTTTGAAATAAAAATAATAATTTACCATTATGAATTGTATATGGAATAATACCTGCCGATTTACAATTATTAATAGCATCGTATGGTTTATTCGCATATGATAAACCATATTTTTTATTTGAATTTTTATACATAGTTTTTAAATCGGATTTATTATTTATCGTGTTAATATTATATTTTACGCATGATATATCATTCCAATTTGAATTTGAAGAAACTATATTTCTATATGGTTTTTTAACGGGTATACTCAATGTTTTACCCACATCATTCATCTTCAATTCAAGCGAATTGGTGCTAAAATTGTTTTTTTTCGATTTAATCATTATTTGTCTCTAATATGATATTATGAGTTAAAAGTAAATATTTAAATCGAATTCAATATATTAGTTTTTTTATAAATGCTATTGATTTTTTTAGATATATAAAAAATACACACATGTTAATATTATTCATATTATGTCCGAATTTATATCTCCAATATATATTACAGTAGGTGTTATCAGTCAAAATATTGATACATCTATATCATTTTTAAAAAATAGTATATATGAAAATATTAAAATTTCCAAAAATTTCAAATTAATTATTGAAGCTGTAACATCTGATAATTATTCCAGTTACAATTATTTATTTTATTTTACCAATATCAAAGAAATATCACAAGAAAATACTGTATCTGATATAGAATTAATTCTTAATAAAATCAAACATCAACATAATCATATATATATTATTGTAGATGGATGTCAACAATTAGAATTTGATGATGATGGAGATTTAGTTTTTTCCAATGAAAAGACTGGTGCTGCATTTTATAAATTGGATAAACATTTATCAAAAGTATTTGATGATAAATTATTTGATATGTGTAAAATATCTATAGATAATGCAATAATTTATAAAACTATTTTAGATGATAATAGTATTGTCAATTTATCACAGAATCAAATAGACATATTAACGGCACAATATATTAAATCCAATTCTAATATGTCATCGAATGATATTAAAAAAAATATTAAATCGGCTATAAAAAAATTAGATATAGATGAAAAATTATCTGAAACGGGTTATAATGAATTGTGTGATGTTGTTGTACCAAGATTCAAACTAGTTCAGCAAAAAAAAATAGTTTGTCTTAATTATTTACACACTGTAAAATTTATTAATTTTGAGGATGATGAAGGTTTTGATAAACTAGCCAATATTATTAACGAAATAAATAATATTGATTATATGAAATCTGAAATGTATAATAATTTATTATCCGAAATTGATCAAGAATTAACAATAAAAATTAATTATATTTGTTCTCCGGATAGTATTAATACAATTAATACTGCCAATAAATATCAAATATTATTAAACAAATTAAAAAATTTAAATTTAAATAATCAATGTCCTAAATTTGTTAATACTTTACAATCTATTTCATCTAAAGTAAATAATTATATTTTAGAAAAGCATAGTAAGGAAATACAAAATATAACAGATTTAGCAAAAATAACAAATATTATTTCTTCTCAATTCGAACAACAAAATAATATTACCAACATTAGTGATTTATTTGTTAAAATAATGTCCAATCCAAAAATAATTCAAGAAAATATAGATAAAAATGATAAATGGATTATATTAATTGAAAAATTAATGACAATAAATATTTCAAAACAAGTCATTATTGAATTTATAGAAAAATTAATTATGTCAAAAGCTTTGTATTATGGTGATATAACACGTTGTAGTAATATTAAGGATTATACAATACTCTATCCACAGTGTTTAAATATATTCTTATTGTCAAATATTGATAAAAATTTTATTTTTAAAAGATTGTATATGTTTTTGACGCATAGTATTAGATATTCAGGTAAAAATATTGCGGATCATATAAAATCAATAAATCAAAATGAATATGATAATCTTTTGGTAATAGAAAATAAATTACTATAACTATGTTCATAAAAATAATTAATATATTGTTTTTATAAACATTGATAATATATATATGTTGTACCATAAATATAATATCATAATAATATAATATAAACATCCTATTTTATAATTCAAAGAAAAATTATTATTACATTGTATCATGATTTTATTTAAAGTAGACATATTGATTAATTGTCTTCTAATATATGTGCCATTATTTTTTAATATCCAGTGAAATAAATTAATATCTGGACTATATTTTTGCAATAAATCTACATATTCTTGTGAAGATATCATGGAAGATATAATATGACATAGATCCACATAAATACAATTATCAATAATATAATACACATATGTATTGCCACAAATAATATGAACATACTTTTGAATAGGATTTATTAAATCAGCTACAATATTTGTTATAGGAATGTATGATGCAATAACATTACTTGTATTATTAATAAAATCAGGTGAATAACTATCCAATATATTTTCGATATTATTAACAATAAATTGATCTGTAATTAATTTCGCTCGACAATTAATGTTCATTAGGTTATTTAATAAATAAACTAATGAGTAATATTTATATATATGAAAATTCCACAGATTGTTTTTTCTTGGAATTTTTTTTGCGTTTTTCAAAGAAATGCGCTATAAAAATTTTATAATTTTCCATGTCTATTGAACCAATCCTTGTTGTTTTCCATTTATAACAAAAACGATAACACCCAAAATTAACATTATAAACTGTTTCAGATTTATTTATGTGTAAAAAAGCATTTTCTTGTTCATGTTTTTTGCCAGATAAAAGACAATTGTTGGGTTTTAATCTAATTAACGACAAAAAATTTCCATTGATTTTTCCTATTTTAAAATTACCAGGATCTAACATATTATACATTTCATAAGCCTTTTGATATATAATTTTATCGAAAACAGGTTCTAATATTTTCCCTGTCGAATTAAAATTAATTGTCGATTTTGCCGTACATTCTTCTTCTTGTAGAAGATCGTCTGATATATTGTTAATATTTTTTTTAGTAATTAATTGTTCTTTTTCACGTTGATTTTTTAAATAAATTCTAATTAAAGAATCTGAAAGACTGTATTTATTATCATCAAAAATTAATGGTGTGCCATCAATTTTGGTAGAACCAACCATTCTTAATGAAGCTTTATTTCTCACTATTTGGAAATCTATTAATTTAGATGAAGAAATCCATAAATATTTTCTATCCCATTCGGAACAAAATAATTTATAAAATATTTTAGACATAGTAATCCAATTATCAAAATACATATTTTTGACTGTTAAATGTTTTGATAATTTCTTTGGATTTTGAGAACTTGACCAAACAAATTCTAATATTTCCGGATTAACATGGTTATAATAATTAGTTACAACATTATATATAGTATCTTGTATTTGTTGTTTAAAATTTTTCGGTATTTTTATATTTTGTTCATATTTAATGTCAAAATCGAAAACTAATCTTCCTGCTTGATCTATTTTGTTATTAATATGGTTCACAAAAATTTCATGACAATTGGGATATTTTTCCCTATTTTTTAAAAATAGTTTAAACGAAGGAAATACTACATAATATCTTCCAATATTACCATCTTTTGCAATTCTTTCATTTGCAAGAATAAATACTGTGTTACTTTTGATTTTTGAATTAATCGCATCGTCCAATTTATAAAATTTTTCCACAGAAATTTTTCTTTTAATAATATCAGACATATACCGATATATGTTTTATATCCCAATTATTTATAATTTTTTTTATGAATAAATTTTTATCTCAGTTAAGAAAAAAATTTATTATTGGTAATTTTTGCGTCTATATTAAAATCACCAAGTATTATTCTCAATTGATGATCTAACAATAATTTCATGATATTTATTCCATAAATTTGTTTTTTTTACACTCAAATCTATTAAATATTCATCTGCGGACTGATTGCGATATGGTTCGGGAAAAACAGATGCCCATCGATAAATATCAACATTTCGTTCATTAACTGGTAATTTTTCATGCGATTTATATCTAATTGCGCGACCTATCACTTGAGTTATTTTTGATTCATTCCAATGTGGTTCCATAATATGTATTTGTCTAGTATTTTTTAAATCTAAACTTTCTGATCCTGCAGAAGAAATAAGTAATACTTTATAATGTCCGTTATTATAATTATTAACAATTATATTTAATTTATCATGTGTAGTGAAACCACTAATTGTTTTATAAGGAATACCATTTATTTCTAATAATATAGCTATTAAATAAATACCATATTCTAAAAAATTAGAGTAAATAATAATAGGATATGGTCCTTTTTGTATTTTCTCTAATATATTTTGTATTTTTGGACTGGTTTTTGTTGTTTTAGATACATTTGATAATTGTCGCGTAACATTAAGAAAAAAATTTTTTTTTTTATTGGGTAATAATCCATAATTGATATTTAATAAATCCATATTATCAGGAACATTTTCATCGGAAAATAAAATTTTCCTAACATAATATTTATATTCATCTATTTGATCATGATCCATATCAATATACATATAACTAGTTTCACTTGTTGGATAATTTTCATCATCTCTAATTTTGTAATATGATAGTGTATTTTTTAATTTATTGTATAATATATCTTGATTGATAATAACCATATCATCATCATCAAAAAACATTTGTTCAAATAAAATTCGTTCAGTAGGTAACACATCTTCACCACGAATAATATTTACCAAAACGGACAAATCATTCATATAATTAATTACTGGAGTAGCTGTTAATAATATTACTTTTTTACACAATGTTAGAGCACTGGCAATATATAAATTATACATATTTTCATTACGTAAACTATGTGCTTCATCAACAATAACGGATAAATTTTTTAACATGGTAATATCTGTTTCCAATAATTTTTTTATTTTAGTATACGTATAAAATGTAAATCGACTCGCATTCATTTCTGCTTTTTTAATATCGTCCATAAACACTTTTTTTGAACTTTTAGTTCCAATAATCACTATCTCATATTCGAATTGATAAACACTATATAATGCAGTTAGAGTTTTACCTGAACCAACTGAATGATATAAAATTAAACCACGATGGCTTTTCATATATTCAATTGGCTTAATTTGATGTGAATTAAGTTTTATCATTATGAATATTATAATACTAATATAAAAATTTTAATCTTATCATGATAAGGCAACATTAGTCGTTATTATTTATGATAAATAATGAAATTGATATTGAACAAGCTATTAATAATTTTTATACTAAGAAACGTCGGAAAAAATTAATTCATCAAATTTTAATTTCGATATATTTATGTATGTTGATAGGTATTTTTATTATATTAATATTATTCTACACATATTAATACACTATTTATTTCATAATAACCATATTTTATTATTATTATGAAATATTATTGTTTGTCCAAAAATGATCCATCCAAAATAATAGTTCCAGGAATTTTCATGGTCTTATCATAACCATAATGAAAAACAAGTGCTCCTTGTCCAAATGCTTTATAATATTTGGATACTTGTTTATCAATACCATATAATTTATATGATGTTTTTGTTAATGTATAATTTTTTGCATCCATCCAATGTATTAAAAATTCTGATCCATTTAATTCTACAATAATTGGATTCACAAACAAAATATCTGGAGTTAATTTATGTAAATTATTTATAATAATATCTTGTTCTGTTAAATATTCGATATTATTTTTATCTAAATATTTTTCCAAAGAAAGTTCAAATTCACGCGATTTAATTTGAGTTTCTTTATTCCTTTTTTTTAATAAATTATCTAAATATATTATATATGGTATTTGTCCTATACGATATATTTTATATTCAGGAGTTTTATAAATAATTTTTAAAAGAATATTAACAGGTATATCACTTGATTTGATAAAATTTTTTATTTCTTTTTCCAAATTATTATTTTCATTTTTTTTGACTAAATGTGTAAAATTATTTTTCACTTGACCTATTTTTTCGCTATATTTTTTACTATGGTCCGTGTCATGTTTTATTTTAATCATGTTTCTAAATCCAAACATTTCGGAATGTGGTAAATTATTTTTATCCGCATACTTTATTAATAGTCGTTTCTCTCGACCAAACAATGGCATTGTATGAACCATATTTTTTTTTATAAAATTAATTCTTTTTGTTAAAAATTCTGGGTTGTATATTTTAATGTTTTTCCACGATAATCGATTCATGAATATATAATTATAATGAATATATATGATATATTTAATTAAATAATTGAATTATTTTCAAAGTAATTATTTTTATCAATAATTTTACCAATTAAAATAATTTGTTTAAATTATGGTAATAACTTTAAATTCCCATTTTCCATTGACACTAGTTAATTCATCATATATAAATTTTTTATTAGCTAAATCTTTCTTATTATATTTTTGACGTACTACAGAATCTTGTGATATTTTTCCTTTTATTTCTTTTTTAGAAAATACTGGTTGTAATTTTATCGCGGTCAAGTGTTCATGACTTTGTACAAGTGCTTTTATGATATTTTTATTAATATCGGTTGTAGACATTGTTATTCTTGATGCTTCTGTTATATCTGATTCAATATTTTGATTCGGCTGAGGATTTCGATAAAAATTTAGTAACTTATAAAAATACTGATTAGAATTTCTATCTGCTGTGTTCAATATATCTAATCGAATACCATATTTTCTGGCCCATGATTTTTGATCAGTCATGGATTTAAATTCTTGGAATATTTTCAAATAAGTAAAATGATCTCCGCGTTTTTGGATTATTTTATCCATCCATAATTTAGCCGATTGACGTTCGCAATTTGATTCACAAATTGTGTCCGCTTTATGAAACAAATTCATAATTTTACCATTTAATGCTTCTGTCATAGCCACAATAATTGCTGCTTCTCTAGCACAACGTAATTCGAATGCATAAACTAAAAACATAATTTGACTAATAGTAAAAGAACTAAATTGTGTCATTATTGATCCTATTTTAGTTAATTTACCATTCGCATCTACAACATTATACATATTAAATAAATCAATTGCAACTTGAATATTTGGTTCATTAGGAGGATCCATTAATTGACCTAACATTTTTTGAGCTTCTTGTATAGTTTTTGAATCACTTATTTGCATAATTTTAATCATATCCATAGTAATATCTTCTTTAAGAATATTTGGAGTGGGATATTCTTCTAATTCATTAAATTGTTTTTTTGTCATTAAATGATAACAAATTCCTGGTTCTGTTCTGCCAACACGTCCTCTGCGTTGTATTGCTTGAGCTTTTGTTATTAACTTTTTTTCTAAAACTTGTCCATAAACATCAGGATCAAATTTATTTTGCAATTCATATCCAGAATCTATCACATATGTTAAACCATCTATAGTAAGTGATGATTCTGCTACATTAGTTGCCATTACAAGTTTTTGATCGTAATTTCCCAATTCTAAATATTTATCTCTAGTTTCGGCATAAATTCTGAGACTTTTTTCCATATCTGAATATACTTCGATACAATAAACTCGAGGATAATTTGGTCGAATAGATCGACATAATTGTAATGCTTCTTTACTTGTTGTAATGAAAAATAACATATCTTTTCGTAAATTTTGGTGTATTAAATTTTCTATTAATTCTAAACCGTCGTGCATATATGATTCTGATGGTTTATCTAAAAAATGAACTGTAATTTCGTGATTTGGTTGGCCCGAAAGATTTATAATTTGACTCGGTATACCCGAGAAATATTGTTGATATTTTTTCCCATTTATTGTTGCACTCATAATGATTACTTTTAAATCAGGTCTTTTACCTGACAATAATATATTTTTCAAAAATAACATTAATAAATCTATTCTAACACTTCTTTCGTGAGCTTCGTCAATAATTATGACATTATATTTTGATAATGTTGGATCTTTTACAAATTCCATAACGAGATATCCATCCGTCATATATACTAATTTATTGCCATCATTTAACATTTTTTTATCAGATCCTTTATATACGTATCCTACTGCAGATCCTAAGGGTACGTCCAAGGTTTTAGCTGAAAATGTAGCTGCTGATAAAGCAACAATACGTTTTGGCAATGTTATTGCAATTCTTCCTGAATAATTATTATAATGTAAAGCTAACTTGGGCAATAATACTGTTTTACCTGTTCCTGGTTCACTAATAATAAAAATTAATTGATTTTTATCAATAGATTTAAGTATATTTTCGGCTTTATCAAATGCAGCAAAACTTGACCATACTTTGCCTAATTTTTTATAATTATCACTATATGCTTGATCAGACAATGGATTAGGTTTTAGACCCTCGGGATCTAATATACCAATTTTGTCACTAAATCCAAGTTTGATATCTAATTTGATTTTTTCATTATCTTGATTCATCTGTATATATATATTTAATTATATTATTCTTAATTATTTAAAAATAATATATTATGGTTATTGTTTGATCATTTTTATCATTAAATAAATCTATAACAATTTGTTATTTTGGCAATAAAATCATCTTCATCATATATTCCAAAATAATCAATTAATTCAGGATTAGTCATTTTTATTTGGTTGTAGGAATTATTATCAAGATTCCATTTGATAGACAGAATTTTAGATCTTAAACTATCTGGTCTATGTAAGAAATCATTGACATTAAAAACAATATTTTTTACCATATTTTCTTTGATTAATTTACTAGTTTCTATTGTATTAATAACATTTTGAGCAATTTGTTTATTTTCTTCTGATAAATAATCCATAAATGTTTTGTCGTCTTTGTCTTTAATAGTATAATCAATACCATAATCTAAAAATAATTTAATAATATCCATATTAACTTTTTCTACTTTTTTTAATGTTGTATAGTTAAAAATATCATTTCCTTCAATTGTTGAATGTATTAAAGCTGTTTTCCTATCTTTATCATATGAATTAATATTTGCTCCTGCATTCAATAAAATTTTAATAGTTTCAATATTATAACCAGATTCAATCGGAAAACTTGCACAAATTAATTCACAGTTAGTTTTTTTTCCTTCTTTATCTATTTTTGCTCCTCTATTAATTAATAATTTTACTGTTTCAATATTACTATTGGTACTGGAATTGGTACAAGCCAATGTTAATGCAGAAACTGTACCAAATTTTTTATTATAATTAATATCAGCACCATGATCTAATAATAATTCTATTGTTTTATTATTACTATAATAATTAGAATATTGTGAACATAATTGTAAAATGGAATAACTATCCAATGTATATATATTAACATTGGCCTTATTTTCAATCAATAATCGAACCGTTTCCAAACTAGATAATGTATTGGAATACAATGCTGCTAAAAATAAAGCGCTTAAATTTTTAGAATTAACAACATTAATGTTATCAGGATATTTTTTTATTTGTTTCAAAATTTTATCACGAGAATTATCTATTTTTCGTTCATAAATTATATAATACATTAGTTTTGTTAAATTTCGACATTTGTAATGTGGTAATATATATTCACAATTAAAATCATATGGCAATACAACATCATCTTGCATTATATTTATTAATAATTTATGATATCAATATATTATTATATCAAATATGTTGATAGTGATCAATTATTTTATCTATAAAATCAGTATCATTATATATTCCCAAATAATCAATTAGGCTAGGATCAGTTATTTTTACGTGATTATAGGAATCGATATCAAGATTCCATTTTATGTTTAAAATTTTGGATCTCAAACTATTTGGTCGATAAAGAAATTCATTTGCATTATTTATAATTATTTTATTAATATGTTTTTTTATAGCTTTTGATTTTTCGATTATTGTTATGATTTTGTTTATTGTATTTTTATATTTATCAGATAGATAATCAAAAAATGTTTTATTATTATTATCCTTGATATTATAATCAGCTCCATAATCTAATAACAATTGGATAATTTTAATATTTCCGGAATAATGGCTTAATTTAGTAGAAAATATTAATGCAGTTGTACCTTCAAAATCTTGTATATCTATTTTTGCTCCTGCTTCCAATAATATTTCAATTGTTTTAGTACTAATTTGTGTATCAGAAGCATGTATTGCGCACATTAATGCTGTTCTTCCATAATTATTAATAGTATCTATATCTGCACCATATTGCAACAATAATTTAACTGTATCAATATTACTATTTTTATATGAATTTCTGGCAGCTAACATTAAGCTAGTCCAACCATATATTGATTTATAATTAATATTAACATCTCTATCCAATAATAATTTAACAGTTTCTAAACTGCTACTTTTATTAGAACTTGCAGCACACATAGATAATATACTATTCCCAACAGTTTTATCATAAATATTTGGATCAGCTCCCGCATCTAATAATAATTTTACAGTTTTAATACTCGACCAATTTTTAGAATTTCTGGCAGCCAACATTAAGGCTGTCCATCCTAGTTCATTTTTAGCATCAATATTATTTTTGCATAATATTATTTCCTCGATTATTTTATTATGACAATCATCAATTATTTTTTCATAAATAATTAAATACATTAATTTTGTGAAATATTTACAAGTGACATATTCATTACATGGATAATTATAATTATAATCATAAGTATCTTGATAAAATATTTTTTGCATAGTTATAATTTATAGCTATACAAAAACTACCTAGTAATATCGCACATTAAAATGAAATTGAGCAAAAAAAAATATCATGTGCATATTTATTTAAAGTTATTTTAGCAATTTTAAATAAATGTTATTGAATTTACCTCATGATTTATTATTTAAAATAGTATTATATTTTGACAATTATCATATATTTGATTTGTTACAAATATGTAAAGATATTCGATTTGTGATTTTGGATATAATAAATAGATATCCAAAAAAATTTAAATTCGATTTTAGTTATCATTGTATTATACAAAAAAGATTAATAATTTGCCAAAATATAAAATCAATAAATTTATCTAGAACCAATATCACAGACAAAGAACTTCAATTTTTGTGTGGAATTACTAAAATAAATTTATATTGTTGTAAAAATATAACTGGTTCTGGTTTTAAATATCTACAATTAGCAGAAAATATAAATTTATCAGGATGCAATCAAATTATTGGTTCTGAATTGCGTTATCTTTCAAATATTGTCAAAATAAATTTATCCATGACAAATATAGATGATCAAGCAATTGAATATTTAGTATTTGGACAAAAAATAGATAGTAATAAAGAAATTTTAATTCAATCGCAAACAAAAATAAAATTTATCGATTTATCTTTTACAAAAATAACTAATACTACAATTAGTCATTTATCCAATGTCAAAACGATAAATATTAATTCATGTGAATTTGTTACATCTTCATGTCTTCAATATCTTCATAATGTTACTCATATATATATGAACACATATAATGTACTTATTGGAGATAATATTAAATATTTAAATAAAATCAAATTATTGGTGCTCAATGATCATACTTTATCTGATAATCAACTTGAATATATTCAAAATATTGAGCACTTAGAGATATATAATGCCAGTGATAAAATAACACACCAAGGTTTACAAAAATTAAATAATCTAAAAATATTATCATTGCGACATTCTTATAATATTGATACAATTAGTTTTATACCTACAAATAAAATCCGCATATTGGATTTAAAAAATTGTCATCAAGTTACTGATTCAAGTTTACAAAATTTACCACATCTTGAAAAAATAAATTTAAGTTGGTGCTATAAAATAACAGATAATGGATTAAAAAATTTACAACATGTTACAAATATTAATTTATCAGGATGTCATCGCATTACAGATAATGGATTGATGCATATAAATAGTGCTAATCGTATAAATATTTCATATTGTATTAAAATTACAGATGATGGATTAAAACATCTTCAAAATGTGAAAAATATTAAACTGGGATATCATTCGACGAGCGATATATATATGATCGAATATTTCGAATATGATTTTTCTAAAGAAAAATATATTAAAGAAATTAAAAATACAAAACAATTAATTACAGACATTGGATTAAGTTATTTAATTAATACACAGTCGTTATCATTATTATATTGTGAAAATATAACAGATGATGGATTACAATATTTATCCAAAATTAAATCTATTTCCATAAATAATTGTCCAAAAATTATAGGTATTGGTTTAAAGTATTTATCCGATTGTCAAAAAATAAATTTGTCTAATGTCCGATTATGTAAATCTAGTCTAAAATATTTAAATTTATTTTCCAAAATCAAAATAAATAATAACTTTACGGATGATGATTTAAAATATCTTTATCGAGCCAAAAAAATTAAGTTGTCTGGATTTAATAAAATTACAAAAAATGGATTAAAACATTTACATCAAGTGGATAAATTATTTATTCAAAAATCTATATCATATCAAATATAATTAAGGCAACCATTTAGTCCAAATGTTTGGATTAGAAATAGGAAATTTTTTGTATCTTTTTTTTGCTTGACAATTTATTACATTCAATATCCATTTTTTTGGTATAGTATTGGGATATAGTGCTGCCATTATAGCTCCAATAATACATGCATTTGTGTCAGTATCACCACCATAACTTACAACATCAATAATAGCATTTTCATAATTATTGTGACATTTTAAACACTTAATAACAAACCATAATGCAAAACCTACAAAACCAAAAATTTCTGAATCAACCATATCTAATGAATATGTTTGCATATTATATATAAATTGTTTTTCATTATTATCTACAGCATTAAAAATTGATTTTATTAATTTAGAATATTTTGAATTATTACGTAACCATTCATAAATATTTTTAGCATTTATTCCTTGTATAGCTTTCCATAATATAACAGCATATATAATTGCAATATTCTTTGCTTCGTTATGACTATGAGTTAATACTACATCCAATTTTACAGCATCGATTAAATCATTCATATTACGATCATAATACATAGAAACTAATCCAAATAGTCTCATTAAAAATCCATTACTCAATGATTCTGAATTATATTTTTTGGAAGCATTTATCATATTTATTAAACTAGTTTGTGATACTGAATTTTTAGTAGTTTTACCCATATCAAATGGATCAGATAAATACCATTCATGATATTTTTTAGAAATTACATTTTGATCATATGTTTTATATTTTATTATACAATATATGATACATAAAGCCATTTCACTATCGTCTGTAAATTGACCTGGTAACAATTCAAAAGGACCAGCGCCAATCAATCCATTTTTGAGATTATTATTATGTTTTAACAATAATTTAACATCTTTTGATTTCATAAATTCAAAACTCGATCCAAGTGAATCTGCTGTTATTGCACCCAATATAGTATATCTGGCTCTTATTTTAGGATTAAAATTATTCATTAATAATTTTAATTAATAATTAATTTACCATTTTTAATCGCATATCTTGATTTTCGGAAATATAATTTTTGGATCTATCTTGTGGAGGAACCATTGCAATGTATCTATAAAAATATTTTCTTGATTTGTTATTCACAGCAGTATTTATTTCTTGATATAATACTTTTAATAATATATCCCATTCTTCTATTTTAATACTTGGTGAATTATTTGTTGCGACTTTTTTTATTTGGTATATGGTATCTGATTCAAATCCAGGTAATTTTTCTATATCTCGTAATATTCCAATAACTATATTTGTAGCCATATCTATTTTTAAATTACCAGATTTATATAAAGTATGATAATCATCAATTCTCACCATAAGTTGTTTATACAACCCATATTTTTTTTCAATAATATTTTCTAATCGTTGTGAAATATCTTGATTATTCTTAAAGTAATATCTTAATGGAAACAACATGTAATAATATTCTCTCGAATAATTTGCTAATTGCAATTGATATAAAGCAGCATTTTTATATGCTGGTGTCAAGTCAATTTTTTGATAATTGATAACTACATCGATGCCAACTGGATAACTACCTAGTTTTACATAATACTGTAATAAAATTGTTGAATTATTTTCAACAGTTTCGCGAAAATTTACTGATACATTATTCGCAAGATTCATACTTCCTATTAATACATCTTCTGGTTTCCATCTAAGTTTATAATGATCCCAAATTAGTTCATTAAGAAAAAATAACTTTTTTTGCTGATCATTATAATATTTGTTGAGGACAAGTTGAAATTCATTTTTTTCATTATCAGGTAATAATGATTGGATATTTGATAATTCTTTTGAAGAGCCTGTAGATATTTTGAATCTTTCATCAGTTCCGCATGAAAGATATGCCAATATTATATTAGGATCTGATTGAATATTATTTACTAATTTTATAATTTCATCATAGATATTTTCACGTGATATTTCTGGATATACATTATTGACTACATCTATATCCGTAACAAAAGGTACTCGTCTTCGAAAACTACCCTTAATTATATATCTATTTTTATCAGGTATTAATAAAATTTTTGGGAAAATTTTAGTTCTAACATATTTTTCAAGTTTGTAAGTATATATTAGCATTATGTATAATATCAATTGATATAATTAATCATAAGTGAATTATCATTTAATATATATATATACATTAAGTATATATACAAATTTTTTGTATATATGTTATCAAAAAAAATTGATAAAAAAACATTCTAAATAGTAAATGATATAAATAAATGATAATAATATCAATCATTACAATGCCTAAACAAACTAAAGCCGCCTCCAAAGCTAACGCTAAGAACGTTTCCGATGAAGAAGATGTCATTTCGGAAAGTGATGAAGAGGTGCAAGTAACTAAGAATTCTAAGAATTCTAAGAATACCAAGAATGCTAAGGTTGTTAACAAAAAAAATGATTCAGAATCGGAAGCTTCCGATTCTGGTTCTGAACAATCAGAAGAAGAAGAAAAACCCAAAGCTAAAGGCAAGAAACCTACTCCTGCTAAAGGTAAGAAAGGTAAGGCTGTTCAATCATCAGAATCTGAAAATGAAGAAGATGAAGTTTCAGGAAGTGGTAGTGATTCTGAATCTGATGAAGAAGAAGAAAAACCCAAGCCTAAAGGCAAGAAAGCTCCCGCTAAGAAACCTGCCGCTAAAAAACCCGCTCCTAAGAAAGGTAAAGCTGCCAAAGAAAGTGAAGATGAAGACGAAGAAGAAGAAAAACCCAAGAAGAAAGGTAAAGCAGCATCAAGTGGTGGACTAATGGATTATAAATCTTTTGTCAAAGTTAAAATGCCTGAAATTAGAAAATCACAACCGGGTCTTCATAGTAATGAATATATGCCTCTTGTTGCTGCGGAATGGCAAATTTATAAAGAAGAAAATGGTATTGTCACGGGTAGTAAATCAAGCAAATCAAAAGCACCTGCCAAATCAAAAGCAGGAAGTAAATCAAAAGCTCCCGCTAAGAAAGCCCCTGCTAAGAAAGCGCCCGCTAAGAAAGCCCCTGCTAAGAAAGCTCCTGCTAAGAAAGCTCCTGCTAAAGGAAAATCAAAGAAAGCATCAGAATCTGAAGACTCTGACAATTCTGAATAGATTATTTATCTATAAATAATTAAATAAAATAATTTTGTTTATTAAAATCAAAATTATTTTAAATTTAGAATAATTAATATCATACAATATGTAAAACATTATCTAATCTTTGAATATGATAATGAGTGAGGACATGTATTGTGGTATTGGAAAAATTCCAAAAGGGAAAATTAGAGGAACACCAGAATATTGTATTGAAGCAAATCAAGTTAGATATTATGGTTTAAAAAAGATAGATAGTAATTTATTATCCATGTCAAAAGGTAGGAAAACAGATCTTGTTAGACAGCAACTTAAACTTAAAAGAATAGAAGATGATGCTAAAATTTTAATCAAAGAAGTAAAAAATATTAAATTAATAATAAATGATGATTTAGCCAGAGAATCCAGTAAAAAAAAAGCTAGAAAAAGAATGGACGAGTTACTTATTAAAAGAGATAATCTTGTGAAGCGACTTAAAAAACAACGAGAATTTGTCAAACAAATTGAAAAAGAAGAAAGAGACGCTGAACAACAAATTAAAAAATCATCTAAATCATCATCTAAATCATCATCTGGAAGTAAATCATCATCTGGAAACAAATCGTCAAAATCATTAAAGTCATCTGGAAGCAAGTCATCTTCAAGAAATAAATCAAAAAAATAACGCTTATTACAAATTATTATTTAACATAAAATATAAATATAATATATATTATGACAATAATTTTATTTGATATAGATGGGACATTAACTCCAAGTGGTCAAAAAATTAATATTGATATGATAAATATTTTAGATTTTTTACATAAATCTTCTAAATACACTCTTGGATTAGTTGGTGGTGGTACATATGAAAAAATATCATATCAAATGGGTGAAACTATTAATATATTTAAATATGTTTTTTCTGAATGTGGTGCAGTAATACATATTGATAATATTAAAGTATATGAAAAAAAAATGGTAGATAATTGTAATAGATTATTACTAAATAAAATAATAAAACAGGCTTTACATTCTATATCTGAAATGCCAATTATATATAGTGGTGGTCAAATAGATTTTAGAAAAGGATTAATATATGTATCGCCACCAGGAATGCAAGCCGATATGTATGAACGTAATTATTTTCTTGAAGCTGATCAAAAATATAATTTGAGGCAAAAACTTTTGTCTGATTTGAAAACAATTGATAAAAATGATGATTTTGAAATATCTTTTGGAGGAAGTGTTGGTATTGCTATCCATCCGTATGGATGGAATAAAAGTCAAGTTGTTCCATATTTGTGCGAACAAACAGATGATTTAGATATATATTATTTTGGAGACAGAACAGAACCAGATGGTAATGATTATCCAATATATTCTCATGAACTTATTAAAGGTATTTCTGTCGCCGATTATACAGACACTATTAAAAAATTGAAATCAATATTTATTGATGCGAATAATCAAAAAAATTGATTTTTAAAAGTATTGTCTAGTTTGTAATTATAATATATGGTATCCTTTTAATAGGAAAAGATATTGATAAAATACATATAAATGTTGCAAAATAATAATGCAACATATGTAAATCATCCTACTATTATAATTTGCAAGACTACTAATTTTCCGATTGGAATTGATTCTAAAGGAATTTTACGCTATTACAATAAGCCGAATGGTACGTACGCTAATGCTGTCGCTCATGGGCTTCCATTCGATTATAATACTATCGATAAAACTAATATTACTAGTTCTCAACTAATTTATCCCAAATCAAAGTTATATTTTGGCACAACTGATAAAATTGAAATTGTTTTTCACCATGATGATGAAAGCGATACCGAATATTCAAATGAAACTGATTTTATTGAATCGGCCGAATATCAAGTTGAAAAAAAATATCAGCGTGGAATTCGTATACATGGTGATTGTAAAAAATTTATAAGGCGCGTAAATAATCGTAGTAAATATAATTATAAAAAAAAAATGGTTAAGAAACCTAGTAGAAAAATATGGTCAGATAAAAATAATTTCGCAATGAATTATTGATTTTTATTATTATTAATTAGTCTTATTAATATTAAATTAAGAAATTTTTACGCTTAATAAAAATAATATATAATATTACTTTTATTAATATTTCAAAAATGGTTAAAGAAATTACAAATGTGCAAGAATTTGCAGAAGCAATTGGGAAGGATACTACTGGGCTTGTTATTATTGATTTTTATACTACATGGTGTGGACCATGTAAAGCAATTGCGCCATATTATGAAAAATTATCTGAAAAATACGCCAATGTAGCTTTCTTTAAATTAAATTCAGAACTTGAAGATAATGTGTCTATATCAGAAGTATGTGAAATAAAATGTCTTCCAACTTTTTGTTTGTTTAAATTTGGTAAATATGTTGATAGAGTTGAAGGAGCTGATTTAACTAAATTGGAAAATTTAGTTATTACAAATTTAAACTAATCTATTATTATCCATTATCTACTATTATCGACCATTATTATATTATTTATATTCGTAAATAATATGATAAAGATGAACAGGAAATTAATACAATATGTATATTCGGAACAAGTAAAATTTTTTATCGCAAATTGTAAAAATCAAGATGATATTGTATCAAAAATAAATTTAAAAAAAATATCAAAAGAAAAATATCATTTTGGAATTATTTTAAATGATACAAATTTAAATCCCATATTTAATGAACTTAATACCAAGTTATATTCTCCTATTGAAATAGTAGAATATTATTGTTTAGATATAATCACACGACTATCTGTTGGAAAAGATTTGTACACATATAAATTTATATTTATAAATATTAAAAAATTATTTAGTGGGGAATTTAATGTGCAAGAATTTTGCGTTTGGTGTCAAAAATCTATTAATGATTCAACTGTTTTGAACAAGATTTTTTTTGTAACTGATATTAATCCTTTTTTTTATAAAAAAGTGGATGAGAATAATAAAAATATATCAAAATTCCTAAATTTTTTAGGAGAAATTGCACATTATAATTGTTTTATCATTTCGACAGATAATGATTTGTATGCTAATATAACTATTTATCAAAATTCTTCCAATCTTACAAATACAAAATTAATTTTGGCTGGAAATATATCACAACCCAATATTCCTCCATATATATTTAAAACATGGTCAGATTATAAATTTTTTGATGGTCATTATCTTGTTCGCGAAAGTTCAAAATTACCCGGATATATTGAGTTATTTTTATCAGATTATAAATTTCACTTAGAATATAAATGTATGAATTCAAAACAATTGGATCGTGAAATAATACATCATATCATTCGTATTATAGATGGAAATATAGAACATGATAAAAAAAATTTAATTCGTTTAATCAAATATATTAATGATAATAATACTATTGATAATTATTTGAACGATAATCAAGATAAAACTATGTATAAAAATCATGTTAGGACATGTTTAATTAATCAAATTTATAACCAACTCAATTTTATCATAAATAATATAAAGACTTGATAAATATAACTATTTATCGATCAGTATTGATCGATCATGGCTTTAGTGAGTCTTACAGCTAATAATTTGTTTATGGCATTGTAATATATTATTATAAAAACACTGATTCTAGTAAGCCATACAGCTAGATATATAAGAGATATTATGACCTTAGTTGAATCATACAGCTATTTTACAACGATAATGTTATTCATGTTTTTTGATTCTGGTTTAGGTTAATACAGCAATTATTGTACCTGCGCTCGTAATATTATGATCAATTAAGTTGACTCCTTTGCTCGACTTTTTTGAAAGTTGGAAAATTTATTTTTTAATGGTTTATTTAACCTTTAAAAAATTTTATCTAAAAATATTATTTCATAAAACTATTTAATTCCATTTTTTCTTGTTGTAACCAAGACCTTTGCAGAGTTTAGCAGCGGGAGCACCAGGGGTTCTGTAACCTTTTCTGTAATTGGGTCCACATCCACCATCATAACATCCACCTCCACCAATGAAGGGACCAGCTCCGCAACCAATGGGACCAGGACCACAAGGAGCACCACAACCAATAGGTCCAATGGGACCACATCCACCCCAACCACCATTGTTCCATCCACCAGCACCACCACTACGGCATCCACCATTCCAGCCATTAGCAGCAGCTGCTTGACGATTGCCAAATGAAGCAGCATTTTGTGAATTGTAACAATCTTCTTTTTCATAATAAACTTCTCGCTTTTTACAAGCTACATTATTGGCAGCAGCACCATAAGCATCACTGCAACCACTGGCACCATAACCACCATTATAACCATCATTGTAGTAGCCATTGTAACCACCACCACCGCATGGACCGCAACCTCCGTAAAAACTCATCTTTATCTAAAAATTATAGATATTAAAATTTCAAGGCAGGTGGGAAATGTAATATTAACACAAATATTATAGTTGATTTTATCATAAATCAAATATAATAATTCTTATATTATAATGCCTTTTATAATCCTATTAAATTTTAACATAAATATATATTTACAATAATGATATATATATGCAAAATAACTTGACAGACATTGATACCAAAAAATTATCCACAAATCAATTAGATGAAATTAATAAAATAGATACACCTAATAATATGATTTCCGTAGAATATTTGAGAAATATTATTAATACTTATGACATTGAAGGAGAGTCCAAAATTATAAATTCTAAACACCGATCCATCAATAAATTATTGGATTATTTTCAAAAAAATAATCTTAACGCTATTAAAATGGGTGTTATTATTGACGATCCTAATATAATTGATCAAGATATGATTGATGCGAGCGAAATGGATTATAATAATGGAAAATTATATTTATCAATACCAGCAATTAACATAATTGTTGATATTAAAGCAGCAATTTATAAATCATTCGAGTTCAATAAAATTGATTTAATTGAATTATTACTTAATAATAATATTGAATTGGATAAAATTGAACCAAACATTATGATCATGGCTGTTCAAACTAAGATTTATAATTTATTGGATAAATTAATTGATCTAGAATATAATATCACAATTTCCGATTATCGAGTCATTTATCAATTATCTTCGCAGGGAAAATTAGATTTCATAATAAAGATATTGAATAAATATCATTTTAACGATTCCACAGAAATTATTTGTAAAATATGCATACAAGCTATAATAAATAATCATATCAATATATTAGAATATTTTTTAACTGAACAAGCTTTTCGAGGAGCACCCGATCAAATGTATTCTTTTTTTTACAATAGTATTAGTTGTGGGAGTAATTTACAAGTAATTAAATTTTTTGTAAATAATGGTATATCGATTAAACAAAATAATTATCAGGCTATAATTAAAGCATGTCAATATAAACGTCAAGATATTCTTTCATATTTTTGCGAACTTGATAAGTCAGCAATAAATATAATTATTAAATATTTTTGTCAATATACATTTTAATTAATGTTAATTCAATATTGAATTAATATTAGTTTAATATATTCATTAAATCACAATAAGGATTTTTAAAAATTTCTTCTTCAAACACTTCGTGCTTGATTTTAGTCGTGGTCAAAATATTATTTAATTTAATAATATCTATCATATTATTATTCCAAGATAATATATTTTTACCATACATACTAGATATATCTAAATATTCATAATAATTATCGTTACTTCGATTTTGGTAATTTGGTATCAAAATAAAACTATTTGAATAATCTATCATATATTCTTGGACAATAGATTCAGTTTGTTTTAATTTTATGCAAATATATCCCGGAACTATAATTTTATCTTGTATTGGTTGATGACCGGATTGAATGTGAGAAATTGATCCATAATTTTTTGAACCTACAACCAGTATTTGATTTTTTTTACTAAAATAATTATCTGTTAAAGATATTTTTAGTTGGAAAATAAAACAGTTGTTTTTTTCTAAATGATATCCAGAATTTGTACAAACAATATCAACAACTGGCACATTAGATTGTGAATATTTGCAAAGTGTTGGTTGTCCACAAACAGGACACTTTGCGTAGGCACAAATATAATCTTCCATAAAAAAACCCAATCCATTATTTTGAAATTTTTCTTGATAATCTGGATCAAGAAGATCTATTTTTGATTCAATACTTTCAATTACGGCATTATTATTACGTAAATCTCTCAATATGCGTGATTTAGATTTTGGTGATGTTGCATTATAAATTAATTTAGTTGTTGGTGTTAAAGTAATGTTATTGATATCACTTGTTTGTTTAGATTTATAAGATCTATTAATTTTAATAGCTGTTAGATTTTTACAAAAAAATAATTTATATATATCTGCTATTTTTATTTTCGATATATTCATAATATTATAAGCTACATTTTTAATACATTTTGAAATTTGTATTATCAGTTTCGACTATGCTAAAATATTTAATATATATATGATTACTAACAACATACAACATTTATTGTATTATATTTGATAAATATGTACTTATTGATGCTATAAATATAATTTCAGAACAGATTATTATGTTGTAAATAAAAAATATTATTATTTAATATAATATGGATTACAAACAGGAATATATTAAATTAAAAAATAAATTACTTAGTAATCAAATTGGTTCTGGTCACATGGGTTCAAAATTATCACAAGAATTAAGTAATTTGATTTTTGTAGTAGATGATACTGTTTTAGGAGATGATACACATGCGGTTATTTTATCTCTCATTAAACAATTTAATAAAATAGCAGAATTAAATATTCCTCACAATATCGAAATATCACAATATTATGCTGTTGGACGTGGATTAATGTCACGACAAGGTACTTTAATTTGTGAAAATTGTGAATTGGTATTAACTTATATTGACAATGATATATGTTTAACTGATCCAAAATATACTAAGATGAATAATATTCAATGTGATGTTAAAAGAGGATCCATTGGATTTTTTATTAAACAAAAAAAAGATGATACATATATATATACTAAAATTAATGTGGTTCGTTTAATTTCTGGTGATAAAATTGAATCTTTTTCGAATCCAATTTATTTTGACAACGAAGAAATTAATCGAATAAATAAATCCACTAATGTAGCAATAAATAGAGGACAATCTGATGCTATATTATCTAGTGCTAAAGGTGGCGCATTAGAATCAAATAATGTTTATGATATTTCCGATGCAACAAATAATGTAGAATATATTGTTAATGAAACTAAAAAAGCTTCTTTATCACCACAAATTTCTAAAATGAATAATACTCGTGTATCATCTAATGTACCTTCACAATCAACCGTTAACGCAGCAAATACAGTTGCTACACATATTTCTAAAACAAGATCAGCAAATAATCAAAATTTATCTGCAATACTTGTTCCCGGTAAAAACGCAATATCTTTATCCGATAATTCACAACCTATGTATGCTGATATGAATGACAATGAAACAATAATTCGTGATTCTAACAAATTTAATTCTAGTAATATTAATAATCGAGCAGCAATTAATGTCGACGCTAATTTAGCGCTTTTACCCACTAAAGATGTCATATCTAATAAAAATATTCAAATCGCATCACCATCACAAGCATCTTCTACCTCATTATATAATAAAATTACACAAGCGTTTTCATCTCTTTTTGGCAATGCAGAAAATGTTGCAAACAATGTTGTAACAAACACAGCTAATACAGCTACTGGAGTCGCTACTAATGTTGTTGATAATACAAAATCAGCGATTGATACAACTATTGATCAGACTAAAAATATTGTAAATACTGCTTCCAATGATACTGGAAATATATTTTCCACGATCAGCAAAAAAATTGGTGAAACAACAAATAAAATTGGTGATTTTTTCACTGGCAATAAATCATCATCTGTCGTTCCTGTTTCTAAAGATTTGAGTGTATTAACTACATTACCTCCACAAACTGCTGGTAATTCTGTACCAATACCAACTAACGATATTAATTTATCGTCTAAAAATATGTCAAGCTCACAAAAAACATCTATTAGAAAATTAAATAATATGATTGCTAATAATCACAATGAGCCTGTATCTATTAATAATTCAAAAACTGCACAAAATATTTCAAAAAATATTAAACTAGATAATGGTTCTGTTTCCCGACCCAATGCATCTATTTCTAAATCCAATGCATCTTTATCTCGACCCAATGCATCCATTTCTAGACCTAATGCATCCATTTCTAGACCTAATGCATCTATTTCTAGATCTAATGCATCCATTTCTAAACCCAATGCATCTTTATCTCGACCTAATGCATCCATTTCTAGATCTAATGCATCTATTTCCAGATTTGATGAACCATCATTAAATCAGTTAATTGAGAATGCAAAAAATCGTAAAAATTGATAATATTTATTGATCCATATTAAAAATATTTTTCAAAAAAAATTGAAAAATATTTTCATTATATATAAAATTATTCATTGTTATTTATATATATATACTTATTAACTATGGGAAATTATACCAGCAGTGCCGAAACTCAACCCCTTATTAATGAATCAGAAAATAATAATGGACCTATTATAGAGTCTAATGAAGAAGTTAAAGCTATTCAAAAACCAATAAACTCTAGTCCTTATATACATCCTCTCATCAATTTAATAAATCCATCTACATCCGAAAACGAAATTATTAGTACGGTAATTTCTTATTGTGGTATCCAGCAAATTTCTGAAAATGAATATGATATTGTTGATCAATTTGAATTAATTGCCCCAATGACTCAATTATTTTGTCATTGTGCTTGTTATGGTAAAAGACAAGTTGTTGAATGGATTATGAATAATTATGTACCACTTAATGTTAGTTACAGTGATAATTTTTCTTATTATGAATGTCTAAAATATGGTCATACTGATATTGCTGAATTAATAGTCAAACATGAAAGTTTTAATCCTGATGTGACAGTTCTAATTAATCTTCTAGATAGGAAAAAATCCGAATTATTTATTCATTGTATGAATAACTCTAATCTTGATGTTGTACTTTCAACTATTAAAACTTCTTTAATTGAAAATATTAAACTTAATAGATTTGACGAAATCAAAACTTTTTTGAAAAAATATAGTGAGGATAAATCAATTAATAACGAATTACTAAATACTAACACAATTGAGAATATTGTTTCCGTTAATGATGATCCTATTATTGTAGATTTTGGAGATGTTACTATCCAAAAAGTTGTAGAAGAATCTAATCAAGAACCTGCTCAAGAAGTTGTAGAAGAACCTGTACAAAAAGTTGTAGAAGAACCTGTACAAAAAGTTGTAGAAGAACCTGTACAAGAAGTTATGGAAGAATCTGCTCAAGAAGTTACGGAAGAACCTGTACAAGAAGTTATGGAAGAACCTGTACAAGAAGTTATGGAAGAACCTGTACAAGAAGTTATGGAAGAACCTGTACAAGAAGTTATGGAAGAACCTGTTCAAGAAGTTGTAGAAGAACCTGTTCAAGAAGTTGTAGAAGAACCTGTTCAAGAAGTTGTAGAAGAACCTGTACAAGAAGTTGTAGAAGAACCTGTTCAAGAAGTTGTAGAAGAACCTGTTCAAGAAGTTGTAGAAGAATCCGCTCAAGAATCTATTCAAAATATTCCACTCAATTTAGATCAATAATTATATTGAATAATAATAAATATAATTGTTTAATATTTTTAATGAACCATTAAAAATATTGAATCTTAAATACTATCTAAAAACAAGTTGGTTAATAATAAAACAATTATGTCTAATAAAAAAACTTCAGAAAAAAAATCAGAAACTAAATCTGAAAAAAAATCAGAAACTAAATATGAAACTAAACAGAAATTGTTAAATGATTCTGGCGAATCATCAGAATCATCAGAATCATCAGAATCATCAGAATCATCAGAAATATCTGAAACGTCAGATAAATCAATAACTTTTATTAAAATTCATGATGATAATAAAACTGAAATACAATATATTTATCACATTTCAGATATACACATTAGAAATACTCAGCGTCATCAAGAATATCGTGAAGTTTTTGAGAAAACATATCAAAAACTGAAATCTAGTATTGGTCAAAATAATAAAATTTCATTAATCGTATTAACAGGTGATATAATGCATACAAAAACAGAACTTAGTCCAGAAGCAATTTCAATAGCTTATCATTTTTTCAAATCGTTAAATGAAATTGCTCCTGTTATTGTAATTCCGGGAAATCATGATTGTAATTTATCTAATAAAAATAGACTTGATGCATTGAGTCCGATTGTAGATGATATTGGAACATTACAAAATTTATATTATTTAAAAAAATCAGGATTATATCAATATCAAAATATTATTTTTGGGGTAACTAGTGTTTTTGATGATTCATTAGTGTCTGCTAATAAAATAAATTCCGAAATATGGAATAAAATTAAACATAAAAAAAAATATAAAATAGCATTGTATCATGGACCAGTTCACAATGCTAAAACTGATGTTGGTTATCGAATGAATAATGAACAATTATTAGCAGAAGATTTCATTGGTTATGATTATGTTATGTTGGGTGATATTCATAAATATCAATATATGAATGACGAAAAAACAATAGCCTATGCAGGAAGTTTAATACAACAATCATATGGCGAAACATTAAATAAACATGGCGTTTTGAAATGGGATTTAACAGACAAAAAATCAGAATATTTAGAAGTGAAAAATGATTATGGTTTTTGTACTATTAAAATTATTGATGGTAAAATGATAGAAACTGATATTCCAAAAAAACCAAGAATAAGATTTATATTAGAAAATACTAACCAAATTGAATACCAAGAAGTAGTAAAAGAATTAGAAAAAAAATATTTGATACAAGAAATTGTAAAAGAATCTAATTTTAAAACTAAAGCGCATAATAATTCTCCGACACAAAAAACTATAAAAAATAAAACAAGTGCATATACAACACAAGAAGTAATTATTCGTAAACATCTCGAAAAAAAACAACTAGATGATGTATCTATCAAAAATATTACGGAACTGCATAAAAAAATATATCAGAAAATATTATCTCGTAAAAAAGATCAAGTAGCTGATGTTATGCATAATGCCATAAAAAATCAAAAATGGAAATTATTGGAACTTAATTTTTCAAATACATTATCTTATGGAAAAGACAATGTGATAGATTTTAGAAAATATGATGCTAATAAAATAATTGGAATAGTTGCTCCGAATCATTATGGTAAATCTGCTATTTTAGATATTATATTGTTTTGTTTATTTGATAAATGTAGTAGAGGTGAAAGAAGAGATATTCTTAATAAAAATGAAAATAGTATGTATTGTAGTTTATTACTGAGTATAGGAAGTCAAGAATATTTGATTGAAAGATTGGGTTATCGAAATAAAAATGGTTTGACAGTTAAAATAGATGTAAATTTTTATATTATGGAAAAAGATAAAAAAGGCAAAACTGTCAAAAAAAATTTAAATGGTTTAGATAAAAATGACACGAATAACAAAATATCCGAATTAATTGGTGATTATAATGATTATCTTACTACTTGTTTTTGTCTACAACAAGGTAAAAGTCTTAATTTTGCTGACATGACACAATTGCAAAAAAAGGAATATCTTAATGAAATTTTAAAATTAAATGTGTTTCAAGATTGTCATGATTATGCACGTGACAAGTTAAAGGAATTAACTGGCAAATTAAAACTTTTGGAGCAAAAAGTCGGACAAAAATCTTTGCAAGAAATGAAAGAAAATATTGGATTATTGTCCAAAGATATTAATAATTTAGTATTACAAAAAAACAATATACAACAAAATTTAATTACATTGATTGACTTGTGTTTAGAACAAAATATAAAACCATCTTTGACGATATATGGTGAATTGTCTCATTATGATTTAACAAATCGAGAAAATATTATACAAATACAACAAAAATTAAAAAAAATTATTAATAATACTTTTGATGTTGATATTGATATATTGAATAAAACTTTAATCGAAAATCAAAATAAATTAAATGAATTAGATGACAAAAATATTACAGAATCTCAAAATAAAATGCATGAATTGATTGCAAAAAAAGAAGATTTATTAAAAAATATAATTACCATACCAGATGATTTTAACAAAGAGCAAATTAAAGATCTGATTGACCAAAAAATAGAATTAAACAATAAGATATCTACCATCAATAAAGTACTGGAAAATCATAAAGATAAACATCTCAGTGATAAAATGTCAAGAATAGATGAATTAAAAATTTTGATTAGTAATTTTAGAAAATCATTAAAAGTAGTTTCTAATAATCCTCTAGACGAACTAGAAAAAGAAAATGAAAAAATATCTATTAAATCTAAAGAATTAGATAAAGTAACGGAATTTATTATTGATAATAAATTAGATAAATATAATAAACGTGAACTCGAAATAATTTCGGATCAAAAAAATAATTTTATAAAATTATTACAAAAACTTGGTGAGTTTAAATCATATGAAACTGGATTGTCTCAGAAAAATGATGATATTGTGAAAAAATTCAACAAAAATATTAATAAAATTATTAATAAATATACAAATTGGATTCAAGATACAAAAGTATATTTAGAATCACCTGAATCTATACAACCCGATATTATAAACATAAAAAGAGAATATCATGATTCTCGTCAAAATATTTTAGATAAAAGTATTAATTTGTTTAATTTTTATCACAATAAAGATATTATGAATAAAATAGACACAGCGCAGCGTGAATTAGATACTTTATCGGAATTCAGTGGTACAAAACATGAAGTAGATAATTTGATTAGAGAAAAAAATATTTATCTAGAAAACATCAAAATGATTGATAAAAATATTGAATTACATCAACAGTATATTATTAATTATGAAAATAATACATCAAATCAAATGGTTATTGATACCATTAATAAAGAAATTGAAAGTCTTAAAAATAATTGTGACGAACATCAAAAAAAAATATCGGACATCAAGAAAAAAATATCTGAAGCAAAAAATATTTTATCAAATAATCAAGAAAAAATTAATTTAAAAAATAGGGCGATGATAGAATATCAGTTCCTAAAAAAATATATGTTAGATTTCTTAAGCTATGAATTAAAGAATGAAATAATTGACAAATGGTCAGAAAAAAAAACTCGACTTCAAAAAAATATAGATGAATTGAATAGAGAAATTGATAAAAAACAAGCAGAGATTGATATTTATAAAAGAGAAATAGAACAATATTTATTACATAGGAAAGAATATGATGAAATATCTCTTGAATCAAATTTGTTTCAACTTTATGTACAAATTATGAATTATAATGGATTACCGTATGAAATGTTAAAAACTTATTTACCCATGATTGAATCTGATGTGAACCAAATTTTACACTCAATGGTTAATTTTAGTATTGAATTTACATATTATGACGAAGAAAAAATTAAAGATCAAAAAATAAAACAATTAAAATCAAATATGGCTTCTATAGATGTTAATATTTGTTACCATGATGTCAAACCATATAATGTACAATTGGCATCTGGTTTTGAAAGATTTATTATTGGATTAGCTATAAGAATGACGTTATGTCAAATATCACTAACATCTAAACCAAATTTTTTGATTATTGATGAAGGGTGGAGTTGTTTGGATTCAGAAAATTTAAATAATGTTGGTGCAATCATGAATTATATAAAAACGCAATATGAACATGTAATAATAATTAGTCATTTAGAAGAACTAAAGAATCAAGCTGATTATGTCATTAATATTGATAAAATGGATAATTATAGTTATATTAGAGATAATCAAAAATTATCCAAAAAAACTAAAAACTAGAATAAAAAATACAATAATTTAAAATTACTAATGCTATCACGTTTGAAATAGATATTTTCTATAAATTATAGAAAATATATAAATTAAAATGGCATTAAATTTACTTTAAATTTGTTACGAATTTATATTCTGTTTAAAATATAATATAATGGAAAGAGTTCAAGGTTTTGATGTAAATAATACTTCTCAATATAGTAGTTTTGATCCAGTCAGATCTATAGAAAATACTGGGGCTGAAGTTTACAATTATGTTAATTCAGCTAATCCATTTCCAGAATTATCCCGAGAAGCATCAAATATTACAAGTGATGCAAGAAATATTTTAGAAAGATCTTATGATGATACTAGAAATGTTGTTGAAAGATCTTACGATGATACTAAAAATGTTCTCGAAAGATCCTATGATAGTGTCCGAGATTTTGCGGATAAATCTTATGATGATTTAAGATCCGGACTTAGTGATATTAATTATAGTGATTTTTATGCGAATGATCCTTTAAATTCGGCAATTCGTGATAGTATGCAAAGTCCTTATCTTAATTCATATCTTAAAATAGACACTCCAACTAGTGTTATACCTATTTTATCTCCTCCACTTACTCCTAATAACACGTCAAATGACTATAATATATTATTTGTCCTAGTAGTATTATTAGTATTATTCGTGGCCTGGAGATATTGGATTATGAATTAAATACAATCTGATATAGTTAAACATTTTTGATATAAGTTTTATTGATGAAATAAAATTTATAGATACAAGATATATAATGAGTTCACAAGAAAATCTATATTCGGTCAGCGATATTTCACTACCCGATAATAATGATAAGTGTTATATAATTGATGGTGATATGTGTGATGAAATAAATGAAAATACTTTACCCACAAACCGATATCGTCGAGAATCAATAACTCAAGATGATAATTCAAACAATATTCCTAGAGATGATAATACTGATGATGACAATGCTGATGATCCAAGTGATTATGAAAGTGATGGTATAACAGATAATGAAAATGATAATAATGATAATGACGACAATGATGATAATGATGATAATAATGATAATAATGATGATAATGATGATAATAATGATAATAATGATGATAATGATGATAATGGTGATGATAATGATGATAATGATGATAATGATGATAATGATGATAATGATGATAATAATGATGATAATAATGATAATGATAATGATAATAATAATGATGATAATGATAATGATTACAATAATAACGATAATGATGATGATAATAATGATGATAATGATAATGATAATCATTACAATAATGATGACAATAATAATGATAATGATAATAATGAAAACAATAATAACAACAATTTTACTCATGTCATAGAAGTATCTGATAATCGGTCAACATCGCATTATGAAAATGAGCCTATTGAGAGAAAAAAACGGGGTCCACCAAAAACTATTTTAGCTAACCAACAAAAATATTTAGAAAATTTAGAAAAACAAAATCGTATGTCTGGTAAAAATAAAAAAATTACAAATAGCAAATTACCATTACCAGTTACAAAAAATATTATTAATGAAAAAGCAAATGTTCCAAAAAGAAGGGTTGTTATTGGTGGTAAGTTAAAATATTTGCCAGTTAAACAAGAATCACAACCATCAAGTGGTAATAATAATTCTGAATCAAAAGAAGATGAAAATTTATTATCTGACAAAGATATCTATGATAATAATAATGATAATAATAATAATGATAATAATAACAATGATAATAATGACAATAACAATGATAATAATAACAATGATAATAATAGCGATAATACTGAAATTGCTTTGGACATAGTTAAAAGAAGGCCATTGACTGTGAATAAATTTTCAAAAAATAGAAATTCCCAGCCAAAATCTTTGCAGGATGTCATTGTAAAAAATAATAATATAACAGTTGAAACATCAACAAGAAAATTACCTTCGTCATTGGCAAAAAAAATGGAAATGCACGCAGCTAAAGTCAAAGATATAAATAATAATAATAAAAAAACTAAACAATCATCTGGAAAAAAAATACCAAGTAAATATGCTCGACAGATAGAAAATGATGTTAAAAAACAAACTGTAAAAAATGTTAAAAATTTTTCAGATTTGCGTAGAGTTAGAACTTTACAAGATATATCGCCAGATTATATTATAGATGCTAATAAAGCGAGTATTACTGAATTAAGAAAACTGAGACTTGAGCAAAAAAAGAAAGAACAAGCCGAGTCAAGAAAACGTGCTGAGGAAAATAAACGCGAATCAGCTGTACAAGAAATATTAAAAAATGATAAAATGTCTAAATTTGCCAAAACAGTTGCCATAAAAAATTTGTCTGCAAATAGTCGCCATAAAAGAAAATCCACCATTCAAAATAAAATAGATAAATATTAATATATATATAATTTCGAACGGTTATATATATTAGTATTATGGGTGTATTTACTGCTCTTATTGTTGGAATAGTTGGCGTTGTTTTAGCTTTTATTATTAATTGGATTCCTGTCGATATTTTATTAAAAATAGTACCAATATGTTGGATACCATCCGTTGATTGTAATAAATGGTATAATAGTATTAAAATATATTTAATAATAATTTTACTTGCAGTAATAATGTTTTTTGTTCCTTTACCTTAGTTAGTTTTTTAATTTATTATGCATAATATAAAGAAAACATATATATATATATTTTATAAGATCATAAATACTGAATATGTCACAAGATCATGTTATGTCTGTTGATGATAGCGATATCAGTGAACAATTTGGTATTAATCTAAATTCTAACATTAAAAATAATAAAATGTATGTTAATCCGTATAAAATGAAACCTCAAGATGTCAAAATACATCATTTCAAAGATGCAAGACTATTTGATAACAGTATTAAATCAAATGATGCAAGCTGGGAAGTACAAAGATGGTATGCTAAACGAAAATATAATCAGTGGCTTAGAAATGTTCGACGTCAAGAAGGATGGGAAGGATTTAGAAGACCTCTCGTAGAAATTACTCAAGAAGTTGAAGATGAGTATGGAAATGTTATTATACTTCGTAAAAAAGTTCCGTATCGAAAAATGTTACCACGAGAAGTTGTCGCTCGTCAAATGTCAAAAAATAATTCAAAATATACACCACAATCTCGCGAAAAAGGTGTGAGTGTTGATGATACTAATTTCAGACCCAGAATGTTTACCGAAAAAATGGGTAGAGAAATTTGTATGTTAAGAAATTCAAAACAAATGACACAAACCGAGCTTGCTAAACAAATTAATGTAGATGCCAATATGATTAGAAATATTGAAATGGGTGGTTTAATTTCATTTAGTTCGCAAGATCCAATGGTTCGTGCTATGGCAAGAGTACTTGGTGTACCATCAATCAAATATCAAGAATAAATATTTGAGTTAAATGTTCGAATTAAATATTCAAATTAAATACACTAAATTCAATAAAAATTTACAAATTTTTATTGAATTATTAATCAAACCATTTATATTTTATTTGGTGCAGCAAAAGCACCAAATAATTCTTCCGCCATCATATTATATATATCTGCTGCTTGTCGTTGTGTTGGAATATTTTTTATTTCATGTTTTGTGCCATTTTTCATTATACAAGCAGAATAATTACCTTCTTTAATTTTTTTAACACCTTTATTATTTGATTCTGTTGATTTATTAAAAGAATTTTCTTGTGGTGTTGCTAATCTTAAATTTGTATCAGTATTATTTAATTTATTACGATCAATATGATCAACATACCAATCACTTGGTAATTTTTGTCCAACAATATGGGTGTATATAAATCTGTGCAATTGCATTTTACCTAATTCGTAACAAATAGGATATCCTGCTTTTCCTAAATACCATTTATATTTATTAACAATTGTCCATTTATCATTACTTATCATTGCATAAGCACCTTCTATTTTACCTCTTCCTAATAAGGCAAAATATAATATATCATCAATAATAAAGAAATCCTCTTCTTCTTTAATTTTAGTTTTTGTATTACGCTTCATTATATTGTATAAATATAATTATATTTATGTAGATATATTCATTTAAATTATTTTGAATTTGATAAAAAAAATTGAATTTAAAATGTGTTGTTATATATGTGATATAAATAATAATTACAATAATAATAAATTATGCCTCCTCGCAAGAAGAATCAAGACTCTGGTAAAAAGAAGGCCACTAAAAATCATGATGAAGATGAAATAGTTGAATCAGTTGCATCAGATGATGAACAACTCGAAGAAGAAAAACCCTCCAAAAGATCTTCTAAAAAAACTACCAAGAAAAAATCTAAAAAATCAGAATCAGAATCAGAAGATGATTTAAGTGATATTGATGTAGATGCTGAAGATGCACCTATTGAATCATCAGAAAATGATGAAATTATTGCCAGTAAATTTAAACCAGTCAAAGAAATTAAAGCAGATGCTCCTATTGGATCCCTTGGAATAGATGATATTCTTACTTATCTAATACAAGAAGGAGAAAAAACTCTTAATCCGCAACTCAAACATGGTGCCAGAGATCTTTTGAATCTTCTTAAAGGTCGTGGTAAAAATTTCCGACATGCTCCTAGATATGGTAGTAAACGTGGAGGTTATCCTCCTTCTCGTGGAGGATATAGAGGTCGTGGAAGAGGAATGCCTGGTCCCCCTAATATGGGTAGACAAGGACCTCCTAATACTGGTCGTAGAAATTATACTGATGGAAATAATGAAAATGATGTTTATGAAGATTAAACAATAATCTAAATATATATTTTTAATTAAAAATATATATTTATTATCTAGTTCATTAAAATTTATTATTTATATATCGCCAAATATGTATAAATCGATCATTTAAAAAAAATTGAAATATTAACTATTTGATATATAAAGTTATATATATATTAACTATTATTACAAAATCTAATATCAAATAGAATGACTTCTACTCAAGTAATTGAACCTGAAACTAATGAAAAGCAAGTGTTTGATGAAGTTCCAGAAGCAGTTACCCTTTCTGATAAGCAAGATGATAGTCCTTACAGTCCCAAATCAGGGGCTGATCGTCTAGCCAAACTACCACAAAATGTTTATGATGAATTTAAAAAATTATCATATGGACAAGCATTTGGAGCTTTCGTAGATAGACTTCATAATGATGTTAATAGTGAAAATTTTGAACACTATCATCTTCTTTGGATAAAAATAGTTTACAATATGTGTATTTCTTTCCAAAAAAGAAATTTTTATGTTAGAGAACCAGCTGTTACTCTCTCTGATGATTTTAAGAGATGCATTCAACAAACTGCTGTTCTCGATGTTGTTCAAACATTTATTGATTTTGCTCAACAAGATGGAAATACCGAAAATACTAAAAATTATAGAGAAGCTAATTATTATCGTAATCTTTACAAGTCTTTTGTTAGACTGTATCATCAATGTAATGGCACATGGGGTTTCACTGAATCAAAACCTGGTGCCAGAAGACAAAATTCTGGTTCCAGATATAATTCTAAATCAAGTTCGAGAAATAATGGTCAATACACACGAGGTCCCAGATCACATTCTTATAAAAGGAATCGTAGTTATAATGATGAACAGGATGATGAAGAAACCAATGTTGATCATATTGCTCGTTCTAGTAGATTTGATAAATCTGATCGTGCAACTAGGACTCGCACAGAACGCTCAGAACGTCCAGAAAGATCAGAACGTCCAGAAAGATCAGAACGTCCAGAGAGAGTGGAAAGACAAGATTCTACTTCAGAAAAAAGATCCAATACCTCTCGATATCAAGATAAACGATCCACTAATTCAAAAACTTTTAGACAATCATATGTTCCTAAAGTTAATCAGCGTTCAACTGCAAATTAATTATTAATATGTTTACAATTAATAAATTCATTATAATTATAATAATTTATTAATTACCTAACTAATACATCATGATCATGATATTAGAAATATAATCTAATGAGTAATTAATATTATGTCCAAATATATTAATGTTGATGATGAAAATTTTTATAGTTTTATTAATAAGAAATATGAACAATATAAAATTCCTGGACGACAAAAAACATTTCAACAATTTTGTTTTCCAAAAACATACGAATTCCAAATCCCGCAAAAATTTTTAGCTGAATTTATCAATCCTAAAACACCATACAAAGGTATTCTAGTATATCATCGTATTGGCGCTGGTAAAACATGTACCGCTATTAATATTGCCGAAAATTTTAAAACACAAAAAAATATTATGGTAGTTTTACCAGCTAGTCTTAAAGGAAATTTCAGATCAGAATTACGTTCTTTATGTGCTGGTAATAAATATTTATCACAACAACAAAGAGATCAACTTAAAATTTTGGATCCCGCAAGTACAGAATATTATGATATCATAAAAAAATCTGACGAATTGATTGATAAATATTATACTATTTATTCTTACAATAAATTTGTAGATTTGATAAAAAATAATTCATTAAATTTATCTAATACATTATTAATTATCGATGAAGTACATAATATGATTAGCGAGACAGGAACTTATTATCAATCATTATATGAAACTGTACATTCTGCACCAGATGATTTTAGATTAGTAATTATGACAGCTACTCCAATTTTTGATAAACCAAATGAAATTGCGTTGACTATGAATTTATTATTACGAGATCGTCAATTACCTGTGGGTCAAGATTTTATAAATGAATTTATGGATATTAAATATAATAATAGAGGTCCAGTTTATCAAGTTAAAAATATGGACGTATTCAAGGATTATGTCAAAGGATATGTTTCTTATTATAGAGGAGCTCCACCATATGTTTTTCCAAAATCTGAGTTATTTTTTGTCCGCACAAAAATGTCAGATTTTCAAAAAAATGTTTATAAAAGTGTAGCTGTTAAAGAATCAAAAAAAAATCAGGTCAAAGATTATGTGAATAATGATATATCCAATAGTTTTTTTATTGGAACAAGAATGATATCTAATATTGTTTTCCCAAATGGAAAAACAGGTTTGAAAGGATTTGAAAGTATTAGTGACGATGACTTTGATATTGGAACGATCCAAACATATTCTCCAAAATTTTTAAAAATATTTCGTAAAATAAAAAAATGTAGAGGAACTGTATTTGTTTATTCAAATTTTAAAGAATTTGGAGGAATCAGATCATTTGTTCGTTTACTTGAACATCACAAGTTTAAAAATTATGAGTTTCATGGCACTGGTAAACGAAGATTTGCCGTCTGGTCCGGGGATCAAGATCCATCCTATAAAGAACAAGTAAAAGCAGTTTTTAATAATCGTGATAATGAATATGGTGATAAAATAAAAGTAATACTCGGATCTAGTAGTATCAAAGAAGGTGTGTCATTTATGAGAGTTCAAGAGGTTCATATTATTGAACCATATTGGAATTTTTCAAGAATGGATCAAGTTATTGGTCGAGCAATCAGATTTTGTTCACACAAAGATGTTGAAATTGATAGACAAATGGTAAAAGTATACATTTATTTAGCTGTACATCCTGATATTAAAATGTCAATTGATGAAAGAATGATGAAAATGGCCATAGATAAAAAAATAGTAAATCATGCTTTTGAACAAGCTCTTAAAGAAGCTGCAGTTGATTGTGAATTATTCAAAAATGCAAATGTATATCCAGGAGAACCAGAAATACAATGTGATTTATAATTGCGCATCAATAAAATTCTTTATTATAAAAATAATTTATATAATGGAAACAATTAAATTAATTTTTACTGACACAATGTATATATTTTTAACATGTATTAATAGTATAATTTCATTTGTACTTGATAGCTCAAAACATTTATTAGATAGTTCAAAACATCTATTAAACAAGCCAGAATTAAATTTAATCATCAAACCAAAAACAGTAAACAATAATTTAAGTGATATTGAGAGACAAAATATAGCTAATATTCGATTGGCTAAATTTAATCAACTAACTGGCATTAACCGTGTTATTCAGGAAAAAAATAAAAAAAAAAGTTTATTCGAGTCAAAATATTTAGAGATACAAAAAGATAGACACAACCAACAATTAATTCGTGATTGGATTAATTAATCTAAATTGATTTAACTAAATTATTATATGTTATCTTACATATAATAATGAACAGTGTCCATCTTGGAGTTGTTAATTAAAAATATTATTGGAAAATTACATGAAATATAATATGACAATAATGATTAATAAATTAACATATTCAACATATAAAATTTATCTATTTAATAAAATCAGTATCAATATATATATATAGTTTATCATAATTTAAATATCAAACATAATAAATTATAAAACGAAATCCTAAATGCTATTTTCATATAAAATATAATAATTGTTATAATTATAATATGAGTGAATTTACGATCGTGGATTATGTTTGGATTGGTGGTCATAATGAACTAAGGTCCAAAACTCGAGTTATTTATGATCGAGTAACAAATATTAATCAAATTCCAGTTTGGAATTATGATGGTAGTTCTACTGATCAAGCAACAGGATCTTCATCGGAAGTTTTTATTCATCCCAGAAAATTATTTAAGTGTCCATTCAGGAGACCTAATGGATTAATTGTTATGTGTGACACTTATAAACCCAATGGTGAACCTCTTCCCACTAATCACAGATATCATGCCAATAATATTTTCCAAAAATATTCTGATGAAAAACCTTGGTATGGTCTTGAACAAGAGTATTTCATTTTTGATGGTCAAATGCAAATGCCAGTTGGTTTTAATCCAAATGGACAACAAGGACAGTATTATTGTTCAGTTGGTGGTAATAACTGTTTTGGAAGAGTCATGACAGATTTACATTTAGAAGCTTGTTTATATGCTGGTATTCATATCTCAGGTACGAATACAGAAGTAGCTCCTGGACAACATGAATTTCAAATTGGTCCTGTAGAAGGTATTGATGCTGCTGATCAACTTTGGATTGCGCGATATATTTTAGAAAAAATATCAGAAGATCATGGAAAATATATTGTTTATGATCCTAAACCTCTCAAAGGAGATTGGAATGGGAGTGGTTGTCATACTAATTTCAGTACTGAATCCATGAGATCAGATGGTGGTTATGATGTTATTATTGCAGTCATGGACAAGCTTAAAAATAAACATCATGAACATATGGAAATATATGGTTCTAATAATCGTGATAGAATGTCTGGTCAACATGAAACATCAAGTTATGATGAATTTAATTATGGTATTGCTAGTCGAAAAGCTTCAGTTAGAATCCCCAGCGAAACAGTTGAAAATAAGAAAGGATATTTTGAAGACAGAAGACCCGCTGCTAATATTGATCCTTATCAAGTTACTGCAAAAATTTTAGAAACAATTATGGAATAAAAATAAACACTTAACATAAAAAATTGATACAATAATAATATTACAAATAATATTATTATTTTGATTATTAATAAATGACTAAGTGCTTTGGAGAGGGAAAATGTATCCAAAAACGTGAATATGGATATTATAAACCATTCAAATGTCCTTTCAATTGCAAAGTCAAATTATGTCCAACATGTAATAATCACCATGAACCAGAATGGCAATTAGAAAAAAATAATGGTAAATGTCGCGAATGTTTACGTATCAAATATAATGAATTAATGATGTCTAAAGTTTTTGGATGCAAATGTTTTTAGATTTGGTAAAAAATTGAAAATATTATTAATTAATTGAATTTCATTGAATAGAATATTACTAATATTTTATTCAATTATTTTTTTCAATCAAAATGTTGATTGAGTTATTTCTTATACATGATAGAGATATGGATTTTGGTATTAATATATGTACCAAAAATTATCCATATGATAGTGTTTACAAATTATGTAACAGACAAAATATTAAAAATTTATTTAATTGTGGAATATATTTATATGTTGTGGATGTGGATTTGAATGATTCTGAAACTAGTTTTGAGAAATTACTAAATACATATTTAAGCAATAAAATATATATTAAGCAAAAATATTCGTTAGCTGATATTATGACATATGAAATGTTTGATCTGGGTGAAATAGAAGATAATCAATATATTGTAGATAATTGTTCCATGTCAAATAATTTGGAACAATTATCTATACTATTAAGTTTAGGAAAGAATATGCATTATACAGAAGCATCTATGGATATTGCTTCAAAAAATGGATGTATTGATATTTTAGATTATTGGTTCCATTCAGGTTTTGAATTAAAATATTCTCGCGACGCTATAGAATATGCTTCTGAACAAGGTCATGTTAATGTATTGGATTGGTGGATTAATTCAGGATTAGAATTAAAATATAGACATTGGAGTATTGACCATGCATCAGCATTGGGTCGATTAAATGTATTAGATTGGTGGATTAATTCTGGTTTAGAATTAAAATATACTGAATATTCTATGGATAGAGCAGCAAATATTGATGTGCTAAATTGGTGGATCAATTCTGGTTTAGAATTAAAATATTCTGAAAATGCAATTATTAATTCATCATACGCGAATCATATTAATGGATTAAATTGGTGGATTAATTCTGGTCTTGAATTAAAATATCCTGAAAAAATTAAATTTAATATAAAACCTAAGAATGGTCAAATAATACAAGATTTGTTTAATATTTCCGGAATTGCATGCACTATCTGTAGTTAAATTTAAAAATTGAAAAAAAAATTATTAATTGATCAATATATATATATATTAATCAATTAATAAACAATGAACAATAATATTAAAGATATAATTCGTTTTTATCCTTCTATAAATAGTTTGTCAGATATTCACTTTAAAAAAGATATTAAAGATTTTTATATTGAGGAAAAAATAGATGGCTCGCAAATGAGTTTGATAGTTTATAATGACAAACTTGTATTTTTTAACAAAAACAAGATTGTTGATTCTAAAGCGCAAGTTTATCAAAAAGCTATTATTATGTTACAAACAATCAAGTCTAGATTTAAACCCGGATTAATATATTCTGGTGAAGTTGTCAATCAGCCTAAAGCAAATGTCGCTGTTTATGATCGAGTTCCTGATTATTTTTTTATATTATACGATATTTATTGTATTGGGGAAAATCGGTGGTATAATTATCAAGAGAAGCATGAAGCTGCTAAAATAGTTGGATTAGAATGTGTACCTCAATTATATTGTTATCAATCTGATAATGATGTTGTAATGGATATAGCCAAATCTTTTATTGATAAAATTGAATCAGGTGAATTGAAATCTTGTCTTGGTGGCATTCCAGAAGGAATTGTCATTAAGAGAGCTGGAACTAAATTAAAAGTAGTATCTGGTATATTTAAAGAAAGACATTTAAAAAAACAACATAATCATATTTGGACATTAGAAACAAGTTTAAAACATTTTGGTGATCAATTCAATGTCAACGCTCGATTCCAAAAAGCATATCAACATCTGGCAGAAGATGATTGTGAAATTAATTTACAAACTTTAATCGTAGAGTTGGATAAAGATTTAGAAAAAGAATATAACGAAGAAATTAAAGCATTTATCAAAGCACAATGTATTGGACACATTAATAAAGCTTATCAGATTGATGAAAATCCAAAAAAATATAATGATAAAGAAGATTTATTGAGAAATGAAGTTCTTGAAACAACTAGGAAAATAAAAATTAATTTAAGTACAATTGAAAATATTGATGAATTATATGATCATGTAATTTTTAATTCTATTAATTATTTCCAAGAAAAATTTAAACCTATTATTTTCCAATCTGCGAGATCTGGATTAGATAAATGGTTCAGTGAAAAATTAAATCAATAAATTATTTTTCAGCATACATAAATAATTCTTGCGTTAATTACAATTAGTACAAGAATTAATTATTTTATAATTATGAATCAAAAATATATATTAATTAATTATGAAGAATTATCCATTGGAATCAATTATAAAGAAATTTGCGATGAGCACAAAAATGAAATTAATCATATGGAAATATGTAATAAGCGCAAAAATTGTTCAATAATATCAAGCGGATATTTTTTGCATAATTTTGATGAAATAAAAAAATATTATTCTCGTGGTATATATTTGTATATTGTCAACGTAAATATAGATGATCCTGAAATAATTTTATACAAGAATAAAGATTATACACAATGTAACAAAATTTATGTTGAAGAAAAATATTCTTTATTAGATCCGGATACTTATATTAAATTTAATTTAAATATAGAAGATAACGAATATATAATTGATTGGTGTTCTGTATTTGGTACGATTTCAGAATTAAATAATTTGTGGGATTTAGGTATTAATTTTACTTATACCAATAATTCACTGGATTATACTGAAAATGTTGATGTTTTGAATTGGTGGTTAAATTCAGGTTTGGAGTTAAAATATACTAATATTGCTATGAATTTAGCCAGAGATACAAAAATATTACAATGGTGGTTAGATTCTGGATTAAAATTAATTTATGACGAAAAAGCTATGGATAGTGCATCCACTAACTTGCATATAAAAGAACCAATAAAAATATTAGATTGGTGGTTGAATTCAGGACTAGAATTAAAATACACTCATATAACAATGGATAACGCGTCTAATATAAAAATATTAGACTGGTGGTTAAATTCAGGATTAGAGTTAAAATACACAATTAATGCAATAGAGATATCAATAATTACACAAGACACCGATTTTTTAGATTGGTGGTTAAATTCTGAATTGGAAATTAAATATGACAAGTCACGAATAATTTATCAAAATGATATAATTATTGTCGGTGGAATTATCGAGCAAAATGCAACCAAAATTATAAATCATTGCAAAAAAATAGGTTTGATTGAATAAAATAATTAAATATTTATTTAATAAATGAATTGAATAAATATTTATTGAGTAGATAATTGTTGTAAAGTATTTGTCATACGTGCTATTTCACGATAAATATGATGAGCTAATAATGGATGTATAATTGATTTTAATTCACCAGAATCAATTTTCATACCAGTATCTTTAGCATAATCAGTTAATTCTTGACTGTATTTTAAAGAAATTTTTAATAGAGTTGCCTGATCACTCGGTTCTAAACCTTTTAGTATTTCTTCATCACGAGGATTCCATTGACGCGGAAAAGGTTCACTAGATTCAATAGCAATTGGTGATCCACTTAATTTTAACAATGACATCGTTTTTTGAGCGTAAGATCGAGCTATTTCGATATTCTTTTGCTGTAAAGGATTTGGATCAATCATTTGAGCCGTAGCAGCTAATTCAGTTGCATGATGATCATTAATAAAATGTATTTCTTCCTGAACATCAAAATCAGGTCCATTTATTTTACGTTTGAAATACATTGTTTCTTTGAGCATATGTTCAACCATAGATACAAAAATCCATCCAACCCATTTTCCTTGTTCCAGAATATCAATCAATTTATTTTTATATTTATCAGTTGCATCAATTAATCTATTAACGGTATCGATATCAATTTCAGCTAATTTAGCCAAATCAAATTGTGTTAAAAAGACTGTATCAATATCTGGTTTGACACCTCGTTCAGTGAAATTATTATCTATAAATTTTTTCCATTTATTGTGTAATTCAAAAGCTTCATTTTTTAAATTATCGTTATCAAGACCCAAATGTAAAATTAAAAAATGTTCCATCATCTGTCTTGACCAAAAATATATTTCATCTTGTAAAATATATCTTTGTCCACCGTATTGATTAGAGTTTTTCAGACCCAAATATTTACTTTTATATTTCAAATATTTCTCATAATTGTTCATTGAAGAATTATATATAATGACAAGAAATAATAATTCTGGTAGAAAAATTGATGATAAAAATAACTATTATTAATTAATACATAATATTATTGATCAATAATTAATGATTAAAACAACCACCACTTTAGACCAATATCTAATAGATAATTATATATTAGATATATTATATCATACTGACAAATATTTAATTAACAAACAAACAATTAAATATTTTGAAATTATTGGTGTTAATCCGCATAATTTAATAAATATCGACAATGAAAATTATGTTCCAGAAGTTAAATCAATGGTAAAAAAATTATTTCAATATCCTTATTTTGCTGCTGAAATTTATTCAAGTTGTGCAAATAATGCATCCAAAATTGATTTTTTAGATAAATTTTCTCCTGAACAAATTAAATATATTACAAGTTTAGATACTAATGATACCAAATTAATTGCTTGTGCAGGATCTGGTAAAACCAGAAGCATTATTGGTAGAGTCAAATTTATTGTAGAACATGGATTGGCTGACAAAGAAGAGGTTTATGCAATCACATTTTCTAAACACGCCGCAATGGATTTTCACCGTAGAATTAAAGATTTATTTCCTGATTTTGAAAATTTTTGTGTTTTGAAAAATTTTTCGACAATTGATTCTTTAGCTAAATCAATTTTATGTCGTGTTAAGTATCATAGATCAGATAATGTTGAAATATTATCTATTGCTCTACGGAATTATTTAAAAAATATTACTCCGGAAGATATCAAAATCATTTCCGAATACAAAAATATTAAACATTTATTTATTGATGAGGCTCAGGATTTAAATGAAATACAATATGATATTGCGATACTATTAAAACAATATTTCAAAACACAAATACATTTATGTGGTGATCCAAATCAAAATATTTATCAATTTAGAAGATCATGTAATAGTTATTTACTTAATTTTCCGGCAAAAAAATATGAATTAACTTTGAATTTCCGTTCAACGAATCAAATTATTAGTTTCTCCGAAGATCTTAAACCAATCGAAACATCAAGATCAAAATCTGCCACAAATTTAAATGGTCCAAAAGTTGTTATTGTAACAAAACCAGCGTCTCATATACATACTCTAATATTAAGCATAATTAAATGGTACGGAAAAACAAAAGATTTATCTAATATTGCTATTATTTGTCCAACTAGAGGTATTGGTACCAATAATAATTCTGGCTTATCAGTAATATTTAATTTTCTAAAAATTAATAATATAGCAGTCAATCAACTTTATACAGAATCTGGACTTACTGACGATAGAAAAAAAAATTCAGATAGAATACCTAATCATGTTAATTTATTAACATATCATGGAACAAAAGGATTAGAATTTGATATTGTATTTGTTATGGATTTCTATCATATGTTATACAATATTCAACCATCAGTACAAGAACATGATATTAATCGGTATTTATTGTATGTAGCAACATCCAGAGCTATTAATACAATGTATATTTGCACATATACTAATAATTTTGGAGGATATTTAAATCATTGGATAACAAAAGTTAATTCAAATAATTATATCACAGATAATCCTCTAAAAATACCTAAATTAAGTTTTAGAGACTCGGAAAAACTTGGATCAGGAGGAATTACTGATTTAATTGGTGAATTGTCGGATGAACAATTATTTACTATTTATAATTATTTGGATGTTCGTGAATATGTAGATATGTTCACTACGCGTATATATCCAGATTATACAAAAATTGATCGTGGAAAAGATGAGGCTTTATTTGGAATATTTTGTGAAGAATTATTTTATTTAGCTTATTATTTGTCTAAACAATTAGAACCCAGAAAGTTTACATTAATAGAAGATATTATTGATGCAAAATTTGTGATAGTTAAAGATGATGCGGAAAGAAATACACTGAATAAATATATAATTACATCTAAAATGACTTGGGAAGAATATGATAAAATAAAAAACAATATACCTTCTTATGATAGAAATTTAATAGAAAAATATTTATCAAGAGAAAAATCTATGGATGATTCTATTGTTTGTACAAACGAATTTATTAAAATTATTGAACCCAATATACCTGATATTAAAAAAACATATGAAAAATATTTAAATGCTAAATCATATCAATATAATTATGACATCATATTATTTGATTTTTTCTATTTAATTGTAGTACAATATGCATATAATATTAATCATTATATTTATATTTGTGATCATGGTAAAGATAAACAATACTTGGTAGAAAATGGAAAGGATCTATTTAAAGAGATTTATAAATATGTATTATGTCGTTATACCATAACAACAATTGACCCAAAGATTATTGTTAAATATCCTAAAATGATGTTGTGTGGTGAAATAGATTTTATCGAACATAAATCAAAGGATATCGAAACAATAGTTGAAATTAAATGTGTCAATGAAATTAGTATAAAATATTATGTGCAATTATTGTTGTATAATTTTTGTTACTATCTTGAAAATAAACAAATCAATAAATTATTTAATAATGGATTCAAGATTATTAATTTGTTGACTGGATTGGAACATCGATTAATCATTGAGATAAGTCCAGAAAATATGTTCAATTTATTAATTATATTAGCTGATGTTGGAAAATTATCATTTAATAATTTTAATCTAGTTTATGATTTGGAAACAACTGATCGTATTAAAAGACGTGGTCCATTTATACAAAAACCAATAATACCTAGATCTGACGTTTATCAAATAAAATCACAATATTATGCTACAGTTTATCCTGAAATTATTGAAATTGCTATTCGTGATTATGATACTGGTATGATATTAATTAATACATTAGTTAAACCAACTTCGGAAATTAAATTTGAGGTACAAAAAATTACCAAAATTAAACCCACAATGTTATTGGGAAAACCAAATATAGATAATATACGCACTATTTTAACTAACAAAATGAAAAATTTCCAAAATTATGTCATGTTAGCTCATAACGGCTCTAGTTTTGATAATAAAATAATGACTTATTATAACCTAGTTGATTCCCAAAAAGTATCTTATATCGATACAATGAGTATTATACCACTCCATTTACCATATGGAATAAAATTAGATAGTAAAAAATTGGGTAATATTTATTCCAAATTATTCGATAAAAAATTTGTTGCCCATCGAGCAATGAATGATGTTGATGCATTAATACGAATAATGAAACATTTAAAAATAGATTTTTAGATATACAAATTACCGGGAGAAAATAATACGTTTATTAAAGCATCTTATTTTCGCAATAATTAAGTAATAATACGATGAGTAACATTAATTGTGAATATATTGTGTACGATACTAAAAGTAATTTTCAAATATCACCCAAAATGAATTGCGATATGATCCATAAATTATCAAAATATTTATCAGATCTCAAAAAATATTATTTAGAAATGCATGGTGAAAATTGTTTTTTTTGGAAATTAGATCAAGAAAATTCTTTGATAATAATAGATGAAACAATTAAAAATGTGAATGATGATATATTTAACCAAATATATGAAATTGCTTTATGGATTTTGTCAAATGATTATTATCTTATTGGTGATTTTTGTTATGTAACTGAAAATGGTATTCAATATACAATTATGAATGGAAACAATAAATTTATTACACATTATGTGTGTGTAAATAAAATTGATCGATTAGATTTTAATAATATGATTAAAATGAATCGACAACTTATTATTAGACAAGCAAAACAACAAATAACCCAATATATTTCTAAAACAAAAAAGAAAAATAATCATAATATTGTATTCAATACTTTTAATTATTATTTGAGACCAAATAACAGAAATGTAATATCTTGTCGAAACAAACAAAATAAACCAAAATCTGTAAGTGAATTTATATTAAACATTTTTGCAATTATTGGAATAGTGAGTACTACTGCTGCTTGTATATATATATATTATAGTTGAATGATATAATCAATTATTATATTTATTTAATATCAGCATATTAATAAATATAATATCATATTTACTTAAATGGCAAAGAAAATAAAAAATTTATCATTATGTGGAGGAGGATTTTATGGGTACGCAGAAATAGGAGCTTTAAAGGAACTAGAAAAATATAAGCAATTTTTTGAGATTGAAAATATTAGTGGTGTTAGTGTTGGTAGTATTGTTGCTGCTTTATATGCAGTTGGATATACTATTGATGAAATGACAAAAATAGTATTTAAAATGAATTTTGATGATTTGATACAAGATAATTATTTTACATATTATAAATTGTGGGAAAAATTTGGTATGTATGATGCAACTAAATTAGAGCAGGAAATTGAAAGATTAATAGCCGAAAAAACACATATTAAATTATGCACATTTTCTCAAATCAAAATAAATTTGACCATTATTTCGACTAATCTTAATTATCAACGTGCCATTTATTTTAACAAAATAAATACACCAGATATGATTATATCCAAAGCAGTTAGAATGAGTATTGGTTATCCACTTGTTATGACACCTGTTTTATTTAATGGAGATTTATATGGTGATGGTGGAGAGTTTATTAATTATCCCATCACTATGTTTAAAAATTTAGATGAAACAATTGGTATTACTTTTGCTAATAATAATGAAAATAATGATGGTACTCTTAAAAATAGAATTCAAATTAATACATTATATGAATATATTGTATCTATTGGAACAACAATGTCTAGATCTGCATATATTGCACAAATTACACCAGAATATCTAGCTCGAAGTATTGTTATTAATATTACAGAAAATATTAACTCTATGCAATTCAATTTAACGGAAGATCAAAAGAAATTTTTATTTGAATGTGGTATTAAATCAGTCCAAGAACAAATTAATAAAATTATCGATCAATAAATTTTAATAAATCGCAAAAATGGGATTTTTCATTATTTCGATAAATAAATCAATAGCATTATTATTCCAATTAATAACACCAGAATATTTAACTTGATAAACTCTATCTAGGTAACCATTTTTTTCTCTTTTTTTTATTCTTACCAAATGATTGAGAAATATTATCATAAATGTTAATGCGGATATAAATAATAAAATTTCTTTAGTTCGATTTGTTTGGTCACAATAAAGTGCGTAATGTATATATAATATTATTATTAACATTATGCCTAACATAGCATATCCTATATTTTCAAAAATCAATTCTCGCATCTTATAATGGTTAATTAGACAATTAAAGTTAATAATTAGTTATAAAATAATTATTAAATTTATTAATGGATGAAATTAATTATATTGAATTAATAAAAATCGTCGAACGATCTGTCAAAAGAAGTTTTATGGCTTTTGTTTACGAAAATGGAAAAGATGTTGAAAATGTTGCTAATATAGGTGCACATCCAGGTGACATTGTCAAATTAGAAAGATCGGGCGAATATTATGGTATTGCCGTGGAAATACTTGGAGATGTCAAACCTTTGTTGACCAATAAATTTGTAATAAGAATATTGACTATGATGAAAAAAGAAGATTATGTTACAATTTTAGGTGTGCTTGGATTAACTAATATGGATCAATTATATTATATTTTAGATCGTTGGTTTAGAATAGCTACCACCGATTATAATAATGTTTTTAAATACACAAATAAATATCCTACGTTTGATAAATGGATTAGTACAGTGGCTTATGATCCTATTATGGCACCAGTTAAAATAGTAGAAATCGGGTTAAATCAAGTCACAGGTGAATCTGTTGTACCTCCTGATTGGATTGATCGAGAATTTGATAGTGCTGAAAATTTACATTATGCCATGAGTCAATTACCAAATCGTGTTGGTAGATCACCAGTCACATATGCAATTATATATACCATGATTATTCAAACAACAAATAATTTAATCACCGATTTAAAAAATATTGATTATGATACTATATTTTATTTTGATGTTATTAATGGATCATTCCAAACTACACAAACAAAAAAAGAAAAACCAGGATATGAATATGTGAAATATGACAATATATTGATTGGGTTTAAATTAACAGATATATTGGAACCAAAAGGTAAAATAACTGGTGAACATACACAATCTCGTTTAAAAGAAGTTGGACTATTGGTTTCGCGATTACAAAAATCTATTCGAAGAGGAAAATATGGTGCTAGAGCATTAGCAGAGACAATTGAAGCTTTGAATATTAGCCCAAATTATAATTTACCTGAACATGGATTTCTTAGAGTTTCAGCATCAAAACAAATGGTATGGAGATTATTTGTGACAATATTTGAAGATTGTCGTCCATACAAACCATTATATGAACCAAGTTTGTTGCACTTAATCATATTAGTATTAATCACACAAAAATTACTAGAATATCGATTCACCAATCAAGTTTTGGAAAATATTAAATTGATTGCATTATTGGCTCAATATAATGATAAACCAATCGATTGGTATCCTTGGCAAAAATTAGAAATTGCTAATATATCTGATGTTGTTTTAACAAAAAAATCTGATTATCATAATGCATTATTTATGGCAATACATAATGTTATCATGAGAAAATATGATAATCAAATGTTGAGAAGATATTATACTATTGAACATGGTATAAATGAATTTGATAGACCAATTGAATTACAAAAGGATTATTGGAAAAAAACTTTATCTAATTCAAAAAAACTTTTGCACAATAAAGATGTTTATCGAGATATTATATTGAGTAGTTTTGATATGCATAATAAAACTTATATTACACTTTATTATCAAGCTTGTCAAGCTATTTCTATGACAACACGTGAAATAGTAGGATATATATGGGATATATCGTCTGGATATAATATTCGTTCCGGATTACCAAAACCACCAACAGATAATACTCTTGTTTCTATTCAAGAATATTTTTATCAACAATCATTGGATGCCAAAATGGAAGAAACAAATATAATAGAATCAACAGAACCTTTAGCTGCTTTGGATATTCCAAAATATATAAATATTGAACCTAATGAAAGAGCTCGTCGAATTAGTTTTTTATTATTATTTGGTAATAAATACAAATCTAAAAATAATGAAATAGTATTAGCTGGTTCTATTTCAAAACCAATTCGAATAAAAATAAATAATGAATGGAATTGTTCCGATGATATCAAGTATCTAAATGATTATCCAAGAAGAACTGTTTATTTAACAGATATTGATCCACCATTTGGTTTTGCTTGGACTAAAAATAAAGTAAATATCGAAATTATTGAAGGAAAACCAATGGTAGATAGTAAATATATTCCATTATTTGATGCATCTATGATTTTAAAATCAGTTGCTCCTAAAATAAATCTACGTGCCAATTCAAAAATATTAAATTTAGTTGTCACTATTCTTTCCGGTCGAGAAATTAATTTTGAAACATTGTTAGATTTAAGACAACAACATGTTACTGAATTAGTAAACTGGATTCCAGATAATAATCATATGCAATTAATTAATATGGAATTAATAACTGTTGCCTATACTAAAATATATAATCAATACAATAATATTATTACAATTGGACCAATTAGTAGTTCTGGCAGTAAAATGCAAAATTCAATAAACTATTTATTGGAAGGAAAGTTATGGGCTGTTTTTAATTTATTTTCATATTTATATCCAGATACATTAAAACCATCTGGATCGGTAAATTTCCATATTAGAAAATCTACTGCCGGATATATTCATTTGGTAAATTCTTTAGAAAAAATACTATTTGATAATAAACCAATTACTGGATCTATTCCCATTATAAAAACTCAATTATGGGATCATCAGTTGGAATCTGTCAATAAAATTATGTCAGGATTTAGAAATGGAATATTTGGATTTGGCGATTCTTCGGATGTAGGTTCTGGAAAAACTTTAACATCACTCAAAATAGCCACAGAATTAATTCATGAAACAAATCGAACATATTCCGGTATTTTGGTATTGCTACCAGGAAATAAATTAATTAAGACTTGGAAAGAAGAAATAGAACGACACGCAGAAGGATTCGATGTTATTTATCAAGAAAATGATGCTGATATTGGTCCTATCGAACGTAATACTATTGTTATTACCACAATGGGTCGTAACCGCGATCATCCGATCAATCATAAATGGTTATTAGTTATTATTGACGAATGTCTTACAGTTCAAAATAAAAATGCATTGTGGACTGAAAGTGCTTGGAAACAAAGTATGATGGCTAAACATTTAGTTATGATGTCAGCTACATTTTTTAGAACTAGATTTGATAAATTGTATTATATGTTAAAAATGCTTAGAACTGGTTTACCTGAACGTCGTGAATATTTGGATGCTATATTATTAGAATCAATTGTATCTAAAATATCTAGCAGTAAACGTAAATGGATTTCTAATTTTAATTATTTTACATTAGATGATGAAACTCGTAAATTATATACACAAATCGATAGATCTAGTATGAGTACAGAAGTTAAATTTGCTAAAATGACATCATTACTAATATCTAGTTCAAAAACTAATTTGGTTCTAGTCAATCAATTATCGACATTAATCAAACAAATGGAATCACAAAAACATCGATGTCTAATATATGCGCGAGCAAATGAAGAAGCTAATTTTTGGTCTCAACATTTAAATATCCCAATTTATCCAGAAAAAGGACAACATTGTATAGTTACTTATCATAATGGAACCTATGGATTAAATGATTTGGTCATATATGATACTATAATAATGCGTCCACCAAATTCAGATTTACTTCCACAAATTAAAGGTCGATTGGATAGATTTGGTCAACAATCTGATAATTTACGCATTGAATATTTTATTTTTAAAGATACAATTGAAGAAGGTTTAATTATTAGACTTAATATTGCTTCCCAATTTATTCATAAATATATTATGCCATTAGCAACTTTTTACGATGTATCTGTGAATTATAAAAAATATTTAGAACAAAATAACGAATTGCAAAAAATTGATTAATAATTTACATAATCGAATATATTAATATTTTCATTAACATTAATACATTTCAATGGAAAATTATTATCTATTATCCAATTTTTCACTTTATGACAATTCATGGGAAAATAATCATGAACAATGTCGAATTTCTTCTAGATTTTCATATTTATTAGATTATTCCTCAATAAGTTATGCAGATTTAATACATATATCCAAAGTATCATTTTGTGATGGTTTCATTGAAAAAATAGCGGGTAATACATATAATTTCGTCCATCAGGTTAATCCAATTGATTTAGCTAATAAAATAAATATTATTCATTTTAGTTATAATATTTATGAATTTTTAGATTCCCTAGTCAATGAATCTTTTGAAAGATGTGATTATATTGGTACAATTATATTTTGGATTTATCAAAATTTACACTTTGATTTTATCAAATATATGTACGAAAATTATCCAAAATTTATGATCAAATATAAAAGTAACATTTATAATGGATTAAAATTTGGCATTAATTTTGATTCGCCTGGAACAAAATTATCCGATGATTATAAAATGGAAATGGGAAATATTATTATAAAATATTTATGCGATCAGGGATTAGATTTTTATGAAAGTAATACATTAATATTTAATTTGGTAAAATTAGAAACTGTAATATATTGTATTGATGCATTTAAAAATAATAACGAATGGACATCCGATCTTTATTTAAAAGCAGGATATTATGGACGTGTTGATATTCTTGAATACATGATTAATATGAATATACATGATTCTCATCATCATTCAAGAATTTTAACTTCATCTTGTTGTCGTGATGATATAAAAATGATTGAATTTATGTTGCAAAACGGAGTCGATATTCAATCAGGAGTTAATCTAGCTATTGTCAATATATCAAAAACAAATATTAGTCAATATGATAAAATAAATCGATTTCAATTATTAATGGATCATGGTGCTAACTTATTCGCACATAATAATATTATATTTTTTGATGCAGTATCATTTGGCTATATAGAAATTGTAAAATTATGTATTAGTCATGGTATTGATGTTACTATTCAAAATAATCGAGCCATTAAATTAGCTAGTGAATCAAATGGCTATTGTTGTTGCAGTAGTGAAACATCTCTAAATGTCGTTAAATTATTAGTTGAAAATGGTGCTGATATTCATATTGAAGAAGGATGTGTTTTAAAAAGGGCTATTAAATTTAATAATGTTGAATTGGTAAAATATCTTTTGGAGCAAGGAGCTAATTATACACATTGTCGTGAATATATTAAACAATTTGAAAAAGATAATAAATATTGTAAAATGATTGAATTATTATCTTGTCAAAATAATTGATTTTAATAATATGTTAAAATAATACATTATTAAAATTAAATCACAATAATTTATAATGTATTATTCTATTATTGATCAAGATTATGACACTGACTATGAAATACATGCAGCATTATTATCAGATCTTGATGAATTATTAAAAAGCAAATGTACACAATACAAATCATCACTTCAATTGGTAGAAGTAATTCCATTGATTGATGATCATGTTAATATTAGAAAAACAATGATAAATTATAAAATAGTATATATTAAACATTACAAAATTGGTACATGTTTAAATTTATTTGATTTAAATACTATTATATATTTTCAACAAAGCGAATTTAAATTTTTATTGTATGATTATTCATTCATCATGGCATCATTAAAATCATTTGATTTCCAATTAATTAATTTATTATTGGATATTTGGCAACAAGATAACACAATAGATAATAAAAAAAATATAATCACGGATTATAAATACATAATAAGTTCTATTTCTACTGCTTATCAATCATTATTTGGTCATCAATATGTTGATAAAATGTTTACTGAACCAAAATCTAATGTAACTATTTTAGAATACATTTTCGTGAATGCTTTTTACACAATTGATAATATTGATGTATTAAATTTAATATATCAAAAAGGCATAGACATTAAACCATTTGGTTATCAATTAATGGCAATTGCTTGTGATAAAAATTCTGTTGTATTTATTGATTATCTAATGAGTATATTATCAGATATGCCAGATAATGCTAATGATATACTTAAAATGGCAGCTATTAACTATGAAGTTAATATTATTCAACATTTAGTCAATATTGGCGTTCCATATCAAATATTTGACGTTGATGTGGTGAGTAAAATAACAAGATATATTGGAATAGAAAATATTTTGAAATATATATTAGACTTAGGTGCTACATACGAAGCTCGGAGTGAAATGTTTGTATATTTTTTGAGAAAAAATACGGAAATAAATACGATTAATAATTTGTTAAATTTAGGAGTAAATTTGGAATGGAATAATTATAGTTGTATTCGTACTTGTATATCACATAAACACAATGATATGGCCAAATATTTAATAGATTTAGTGGAAACTGGTGATTATACTGATTTTGAACCACATGATTTAATTAATCATGCTATTCTTTCGGCAAATATTCATATGGTAGATTTTTTAATGGAGAAATATAATTTCGAAGTAAATATTCATTATTTGAGTTGTTGTATATATAAACTAAAAACAGAAGATGAAATTAATTTTGTTAACTTGTTAAAAAAAATACAATGTTCTTTGGATTATAAAGGTTTTTTGTCCAATGCTAAAATACATGGTAAACAAATAATTGTTGATTATTTGAATCAATATGTTGTACCATAATAATAATTTAATTTTAATATAATCAAGTTATATTAAAATTAAACATAATCATATTGATCAAGTTGTGTTTCAATAAAAATATCGGTGGAATTATTTTCGTTGATAGAAGGAATTGAATGCATAATATTAACGACATTGATATCTTGTCCTTTATTAGCAGTATAATTATTTCGAGATAAAATGTAATAAATTTTTTGATCATCATTTGCCGTATCCATTGTATGAATACATCGATTATCAATACGAAAGGTTTCATTTCCACAATAAACATGAGATTTACCCACTCGAAAATTATGTACAACATGTGCTTCACAATCTGAATGTGATTGTTGTAGAATTTCAAAGAATGACAAACTAAAATCTTGTTTTGATGGGATGATCATATCATGAATATCAAATGAAAGATTAAGTCCCAAATTATTATCTACATTAGCTTGAATACAATCACGAACTAGATGAATAATTCGTTTAAAAAGATGAAAATTAAGACTATTAATATCACAATATCGACGCATATCAAAAAGGCTGAGAAGATTACATGATTTAAATGCATCTGTCCAAATATTAAAAATAGTATCAACATCAGAATAACCAGCATATTTATTTTCAATCCATGAAATCATATCATCTATTCTCATAGTATGACATAAAATATCTTCATTGTTCGATTTTTTTGGCCAAATAAATAATCCAGATCCATATAGTTGGATAGTACAGAGAACACAAACATAAATAGTAATATTTGCTTGTAATTTTTCATTTAGACGATAAATGAAAATTGAGTTATTTATTTCAAGAGGAAATTTTTGACAAAATTTTCCCATTGCTGTCAAATTATTATCATTATCACATATACCTAATAATTGTAATTTTTCAATTACTTCATGTACTGTATCAGTGTCAAACCAAGATAAAATATCATTATAACTTGATGTCAAGTTAATCAAATTAATGATATCTTTTGAATCAATATTAGGTGGTATATATTTGGGTAGTTTATGATAGGTATCTGAATTAGTCATAGCAACATATATACCATTTGATTTTAAAGCGTGTTGAATTATCATACAATTATTTTTTGATTGATAAGATAATTCTTTATTATTAGCCACCAATGTATCAATAATTACATCAATATGCATATACCTCAATAAATATGATTTTTCGGTTAATACAATTGAAATGGATACGTCCGAATTCGCGAATGCTATATTTTTATATTCATCAATAATATTAATATTGCCAGAATAATGAATGTGTTGTTTTACAATATTTGCCATAGTTGTATTTGGCACTACGACTACATAATGTCCTTTATTTCTTTTTTCTAAATATTCGTTAATAATTTGTGCAGCTCTTACAAAGCGTTCATTATTATCACAATCATATTTTTGTGATTTATCATCAAAAACTGTAATAGGTAAATTTTTTGTGCGAGTATATTTAATTTTGTCATTCCATTTATTACCAATTAAATTGGTCATACCGTCAATATTATGTGTCATAATTACTAATTTAACCATAGTTTTATTAGTTATTATCATATTAGCTAACATCGCAAAACACAATAGACAATATTTATCTTCAATATTAAAATCTAACATGATGACGGCTAAATGTGTGGGATATTTATGATATTTAATTAATTCTAGATATAAATCGCTAGTTGATAGCGATTTTAAATTATCGTTATTATCATTATGGGGTTTTGAAATTATAATTTTAGGATAATTATTCTCTAAATTTTGTATAATATCAGATATACGCCTATTATTATTTTTATTGGTATCATATTGCAAAAAATTAATATCATGTTTCGCTTCATTTATTACAGATTTTTTATCAAAATTATTATATGATGGATATGTTTTACTCATGGTATAACCATATTGTTTGGATTTATTATATCCAGTAATGGCAATTGATTTAGTATTTGTATATTTAGGCTGTGATGATCTCCAACTGGTTGTATCTGTAGGTTTCATATCGGGAAGACTCGTTTGTTTGTATATTTGTTTACTATACATTTAATATCGTTTGATATCTATATTAAAACCCCCAATAAGCGTTTATATAACTTATTTAAGAATTACTATACAAGAAGCATCAATGGTAATATTTTTTCAATTTTTAATAATAGATACTATATCTATTGTCAAAAATAATTAATCATTGTTGTTTTTTGTACAACATGCCAAAAAAAAATTTCTAATTTTCATATTAATACTTATATTATTCACGGTTTTAACGAATCCAAGTATATTGACTAAAGTTTCTTTATCAATCAAATTCACTTCGTCAAGTCCATCTATGGCTAACATAATGACTACTTGTTGTATTAAATCTATATTATTTTTGATAAAGTTTCTGCCAGATTTATCGAGTATAGATGTTTTAATGGATTCTAAATAAGTATAGAGATCTTCTATAATTTTTTTAACCGAAACTAGTATTTCAACTGATTCAATTATTTCAGATCCAGTGCCTTTTTCTATTTGAATTATTTTCTTAATTTCTTGAGTATATTTTTCTAATTTTTCACGAGAAATTATCTTGGCGATAAATTTGATTGTATCTTGGATGAGATTGCGTTTTGTTTCATCCTCTTGGAAAATTTCATTTAATATTTCTTTTCCATATTCTGATAGATCAAAATCAATTTCCAGTGTTGTCATTTTATAATTATAATATTATGTTACATAATTTTTTTAAAAGTGGTAGATGTTTTAATTATTTTTGATTAAATTTTGAAGTTCTCGTTTGATTTCATTTATCTCTGTTTTAATGGATTTAATTTCTTGAATCAATATTTGATTGTCAGAATTGCTTGTAGTTTGATTACTGGGAGTTTGATTACTTATTTTTGATAGAATAAGATTGTGTAGTTTATTTTTTTCTAAATCAAAATATGTTAATGCTAATGATAATAATTCTTTGGTTACTGGATATATAAATGCTATTTCTGAAAGTATTTTTTCTCCTGTTAATATCATTTAATAATTTTAATGGATGTATTTTTATATAATTATAGTAAAAAAATATCATGAATATGATATATTATTATGTCTGAAACATCTAACAATAAAGAACAGACCAGTGAATGTGGACCAGGTGAAATAATGAGAAAAGGATATCGTAGAAAAGGATATCAAAGACGTGATTATACCAGAAATGGTCAAAATATACCGGGATCTTATGTATCTTCTGCTTATGTACCTCCACGATGTGTTAAAGACATGGGAAAACCTGGTCGTGGTGAAAAAACCCTACCAATACCAGGTGGAGATATACATTTAACCCAATATGGTTATAGCGTGCATAAATCTGATAAAGAAAGACAAGAAGCTTTACGTGAAGCAAGCCATGATTATGGAGAATTAGCAATTTTACGCAGAATAAATTTAATTAGAAATTTACAACCAGTGCCTGAAAATAAAGAAGCTATGTCACGTGATGTTGATTATATGAGTAATTTATATGCGAAATTCAAAAAAAAACACGAAGATTATATGTCATCAAAATCTAATTCAAGGAGATCTAATTCAGAAAGATCTAATTCAAGAAAATCTAATTCTCGAAGATCTAAATCTAATTCAAGAAAATCCGGATCAAAATATTCAAACCTCCAAAATCAGCGTGGTGGACAAGATTCTGATACTTCCAGTACATCAGAATCTACAGATTATAATATGATTGTAGATAAAATAAATTTACCACAAAAAGAACACATAGAAGAAAAATCTACATTTAGTCAAAAACGTCATTGTGATGAAACAGGTTGTCATGTTACCAATAAAATTCGTGAACAACATACTGTTGATGGCAGAGAAATATTATATTATACCATTAGTAAAGAAGATATTGATGATATTTTGAATTTGGATCGTCAATATTTAGATTCAGATATTACTCGTGAGCAGGTAGTTTCTAAAATAAATGAAAATCAAGGATATTTAATTGGAATTAAAGTAGACGGTAAATTACAAGGATATTGTCAATACAAACAAATTAATGATAATCAAGTTAAGATTGTATGGTTTTGCGCAAACAAAGGTTTTGGAACGCCATTATACATATTTATGGAAAAATATTTTGAACTTAATAATTATAATAAAATAATTATATCTGTAAGTCTCGAAGATAAATATAATGTGAATAGATTGAATTTTTGGTATAAAATGGGATTTGTGGCTGATATTAACATTATGGGACAAAAACAAATCATTATGACAAAAGATATTTAATATTTTAATGTTTATAGATTTAAAATATTAAATAAAAAAAGTCCAAAATGTAATTAAGTTCTGACAGGTTTAAGAGCATAATTTTGACGTCCCGGTTTAATACTAGCACCACCACTACCTGCGCGAATGATAGCGGGATAAGTGATATTATTCCCAACTTTTCCGGGAGCATATACATTACCATATCCATAATAAGGATTTAATCCTTGCCACGGAATTACTCTTTCCCCAAATCTATTACCACATCCATAATATTGATTATTTACATTTGGATAAGCATAATAATCATAATAAGGCTCATGACGTCCTGCACCCAAAGGATATTGACCAGGATATAATGTGGGACATGCATCAGGATATATATAAGGATAGGCTGGCGCATCTCGCGGATAAATTTGAGGTAAGTGTGAAGGATATGTTCCAGGATAAGCACCCGAATAAGGACCAGTGTATGTTCCAGCATAAGGACCAGTAAATGTACCAGGATAATTCAAACTCATATGGTATATTGATACATTATATATTATATAATTATTAGGATAATTTATATATGTAAATTTATATTATAAATTGTCATTCTTACCAATAATTTGTAGATTTATTTTTACTTGAATTTATTATTAAATACAAAATTAAAGCAACAATAATAATAACAATAACTGCAATACCAATATATATATATATTCTATTACTATCGAATGTCGACGGACCGTTAGGACTCGGACTCGGACTCGGACCTGGACTGGGACTTGGACTCGGACCTGGACTGGGACTTGGACCTGGACTCGGACCCGGCGTATTTCCACATTTTTGATCAAAAATAATTTTATCAATGTTTGTTCCAGCTATATCATTAGCGTTAATCACACAATTAATAATATTGCATGATGGTTTACATTGAGTACTCTTACGATAAGTATTTTGATTGACACAACGATCATCAATACATTCTGGTGGTCCGACTAATCCTGATACACTATAAAAACTAGCTGGTAATAAACAACCACATTTAGGATCTGTTGTGGTAACTTTCGCACAATAATCCGTTAATATAGTATCACAATATCCCGTACAAGATGTTCCTTGAAATTCTCCACAAAATCCTAATTGTACAAGACTAGGATCATCGCGACAACATTGTAATTTAGCATTTTCGATTGGTCCAGGAGCAAAAGCCATAATAGAGTTGGAAGTAGAATCAGATGGATAAGATATTATTGTAGGTAAACTAAGTACAATATATAATGCATCTCGTTTTGTATTTTCATTTAGTAATCTTATTTGTTGTCCATATGTTATTGGTCCAGTTGCTCCAGTTGCCGATTTAACGTTCCAATAAGTATTATTAGTATTTGAATTTGTGAGAGTCAATACACCCATTTTTCTACCAGCATTATCATAAGTTGCTGCATCAGTTAATACTTTTCTTTCAGGATCAACCAATCTTCTTAATATAATAGCATCATTTGCATTAATAATATCACCAACATTGTGTCCAGGTGTCACATCAATTACATATGGATCTGCATCGGAAATAGTACCATTAGAAGCAACAGGTCTTGAAGATGTTGGATTTGTTGTTGTGATTACATTGGACCATATTTTTGGTGGACTAATAGATGGAAATGTTAAAAAAACAGTATCTCCATATTTAATAGATGTCATGTTATATATATACATAATAATTATTTGTAAAAAAAATTGAATAATTAATGTATTATTATGTTAATTGAAGTAATTAATGGTAAAATAATTAATTCATAAATATGGAACTCGCTGTTTTATATGGTGCCTCGAAAGTTGGAGCTGTCGCGGCTGCTTCTGTTGGTATACCTGCTGCTGCAGCTGTTGCTTTAAGATATCGTTCTGTTACGGCAAATAAATATATGGCTAAAACAGGTCCATTTGTAGATGGTGTTCATGTTAGTCGGAAAACTTTTCAATGGCCTTTCCAAGAAATTAAAGTTATTGATTTGAGTCCAGTAAATTTACATTTTCAAGGATGTAATATGTCTAAAGAATTGGTACCTTTCAAACTACCTCTGACGTTTACAGTCAGTCCAAAACATCCTGAACAAGATCTCCAAGGATTTATTAACTATGCTACTAGACTAGGTGATATGAATGAAGAACAAGTAAAAAATATTATTGGTGGTATTGTTAATGGTGAAACTCGCGGATTTGTTGGTACAATGACTATTCAAGAAATTTTTAATGATAAAGAAGCTTTCAAAAAAAATGTAGTTGAACGTGTACAAAAAGATCTAGAACAATTTGGACTTGAAATACACAATGCGAATATTGAAGAAATGCATGATACAGAAGGAAACTCTTATTTTGAAAATCTAAAGAAAAAAGCTTTGGAGACAGCTCGGACACTTTCTAGAATTGATGTAGCCGAAGCTCTTAAAGAGGGTGAATTGGGAGAAAAAGAAAGAGAAATTATAACCAGGAAGCAACGTTCTGTTCTAGAAACAGAGGCTGTTGGTACTGAATCAGAACAAAACCAAAAAATGTCTGATTATCATCGACAACTAGAAATTACTTATACAGAAAATGAAAAATTCAAAGAAATTGCTAAAATTGAAGCACGAAAAATTACTGAATCTAAAAGAATTGAAATTGAATCAGAACTATTTAAAAGAGATCAAGACAAAGAACTTGAACGTCTTAGATCTTCACATGTTATCAAAGCAGCTGCTCTTGGAGAAGAAATGGTAAGAAGAAGTGAAGCTGATGCTGCTTCTATGAGAATTGCAGCTGATGCCACATTTTATGCTGAGAGTAAAAAAGCAGATGCTGACTATTATACTAATCTTAAAAAGGCTGAAGGTATGCGCGCCCAACTCGAGGCTACTGCTCAAGGTCTGGAAAAAATCTATCAAGTCAGTCACGTTAATCCAGAACTTGCCAATTTCTATCTGGCTCTTGAAAAAGGAGTCTTTGATCCTAATGGACTATTTTCAGTTATTGCTGACAAACAAGCTCTTGCTATTAAAGATATGAATCCGAAAATTAATATTTGGAATACTGGATCAGGAGAAACTGATTATACTAGTGTAATTAGTAATCTGGTAAAAACCATGCCGCCAATGCTTGATGCCATTCAGCAACAAACCAATATCAAATTGCCTGATTTTTTCAAGATTAATGATTATGATAAACATTGATCCAAATTATTCGATAAAAAAAAATTGAATTTTGGAATAATAAGATTATCCAATTTATTTAAATAAATAAATTAGATAATTAGATAGAATTAATTAAAATAAATTTGATTATGTTTTCGTCTGGAAATATTGTTCTAAATTTTAAATTTAGAAAATGCGCAAAATCTCACAGAATTAATCCGGAAAACCGCGAGCTTATACCACGAAGCCAAGATTTTATTGATTCGAATTTTGCTAAATATGATGATTATTGTGTTGATTCGGATAAAACGGATAAACCTGTCCATATGGTTTATGGAAAAAGACGGCATGTGATATTAGAACGTGAACGTGTGATTCAACCATCTGAAATTGGTGCATTTAAATACCGTGGTAAATGGTATAATAGAGAAAAATTTTTGGAAATTGCGGATTACGCCATTAAATGTTTTGAAAATTTTCCTGAACATATGATATCAGAACAAGATCGTCATGATGCTATTAGAGCGATTAAATTGGGTTGCGAAAATGAAGACCTTATGATTGCTACTTTAATTTCAGTGGAAAGATATAAATTTGACGAAAAATTAAATCGTATTATATTTGTTTAATAATAGTTAATAAAATGATATGACTCATTAGTACTAATGAGTTATATTATTTTGTGTGTAAATTCTATTATAAATTATATTATAAATTAATGACATAATTACATTCAGAATCATTATTGGCTTCAAATCTGGCTCTGAATTTGGAAGAATTTTTAAGCTCATTTATGAGATCACACATTGGTGATATAGTCATAATTTTTGGTACTTTAATACCAGTGGACACAACTACCATTTCTTCGGGAACAGGTTGATAAGCAAGATTAGGATGTAATGAAGGTATGCTAAGTTTATTATATTCTTCTAGCTCAAAAACACATACTCGATAAAATTTAGAAACAATTGTTTCTGTCATTCCCCATGTCCAATTAGGGATTTGACTTACAGCATTTTTTTTTTGATAAATGTGTATTTTATGATTATCATTAGATAGTCTATATAATAACATACTATCGATTAATGGCTCATTGACTTGAGAAAAGTCATGAATATCTATAATCTTAACTTGTTCACCTGCTTCTCTACCACATTCTTCTTTCACGAATGTTCTAGCACTATTTTCTAATAAATGTAATGCACTAGCAATTTGTTTAGTAGTATGATCTACAATCTCGCATGACCGATAACTTTGATCATGTTCAAAATTAATTTTTTTTATGAAATACATGATTTTCGTTTATACTATTAATAGATATAATTTATTTTTATCCCAAGTGCAAATGTCGTTCGGTTATTTTTATAATGATATAAATATATTAATATTTATATTGTTTTGTTTTTTATGAATCAAAACAAGGCATAGGTATAAAATCTTGAGTTAATATAACTGATATTTCTTTGGAATTAACTTCTAAATAAGTTGAACCATTGATATATTCAGGGGAAGTGGAATCTTTATATATTGTGTGTGTAATATTATTATATGCAGAAACAGAAGGTCGATATTTATGTTTGTACATATAACTATTACGAGCATTTTTGAAATGTCGTACTGATGTAATAATATCAGAATCAGCAGAAATATTTTGACCTGATCCTGATAAATAAATTTTGTCAAGTTGTAATTGTGCAGCAGGTTCAGGAACAGTTTGTGTAATCCAATTCCCAGTCACACGAGTTGATTTTGGTATTACAATTTTACCGTCAATTTTAACATCATAAGCTACATATAAATTATCATTTAATAATGTTGTCCCAGTTTGTATATAAAAATTATTAGTTTTGTCCTTTGTTAAGTATATACGTGTACCGGCTGGTATTTTTTTTATAATCATTCTATACAATAATCTAAGATTTTTGTACAAAAATAATATTTTAATTTTTATTACAAAATATTGTATTTTGTAATAAAAATTGAATCGTGTATGCATTATATAAAAAAATTAATACAATATTATTATATATTAATGCATTTTTTTGAATTGAATGAAGAATCACCCAAGATTAAACAACCAAAAGGTTTCCAAAAAGTCAAATTAAAAGATCATCAATTGACTTCTATCGCTGCAATGTTAGAACTGGAACAACAAAAAACTGTAGTTATTGATAAACCAGAATATAACAGTAATTTTTATCATGCAGTAAAATATCGAATAACTGATCTTGAAGAATTTTGTGGATCAACATTTATTTTGGAAACCGATTCAGCCATATTATCTGATGGAGTTGGATCAGGTAAAACATATATGATTATAGGATTATTATTGAAAAGTCCTATACCAAAATCACATGATAAAATAGTATTAGGAACAGATAATTTTTCTATTAAAATGATTGAACAAAAAGAATCTGTTCGAGTAAATCTCATTGTTTTACCACATAATTTAGTAAATCAATGGGATACATTTACTTCCAAATCGGCATTACGTTGTTTGAAATTAAATACAGTTTCTGATTTCAATATATTTTTTGATATTGATCGAGTTTCTAATGTAACTATTAATCCAGACGGATTATTAGTATTATATACAAAAATAAAAAATACAAAAAGAACAGTTAAAACTAAAAATGCAAATAGTGGTAGTAAATGTGTCAAAACACCAGCACCTGAACCAGTATATGAACGAAAAACACTTAATCTGAAAAAAATCCAAGATGCTTTAGAATATTATGATGTATTTTTGCTAAATGTTGAAAGATATAAACATTTTAAATTAATATTTAAATCTGTCAAATGGGCCAGAGTCATTATAGATGAAATGGATACTTGCAAAGTACCAGCTACTTTTGATGAATTTGGTAATTTTAATTGGTTTTTAACTGCAACACCAACTTCTATTTTTGGAAAATCTTGTCGTCGATACGTCAATAAAATTTTTGGACATTATCAACATTTATTAAATTATTTTGAGGTCAAAAATAAACAAGAATATGTCCAAAAATCTATGGTTTTACCTAAACCAAATGTATTTTTCATTAATACTATGTTAAAAAAAGTAATATCAGTATTTCAAGATCTAATTCCGCAAGATGTTCTTAATTTAATACATGCTGGTAATATGAAAGAAGCAATTACTAAATTAAATTGTAATATAGACACAGAAGAAAATATTATAGAGGTTCTAACAGAAAAAATAAAAACAGAATTACATAATTTGGAAAAAGAAATGGATTATGTCAATTCATTGATTCCAGCTGATATGGATGCGCATGAAAATCGCGTTAATAATATTCAAAAGAATATTGATTCTTGTAAAATTAGATTAGAATCCATTAATGAAAAAATCAAATCTATTAAAAATGAGTGTTGTTTTATTTGTACGGAACCGTTTGATACTCCCGCTATTTTAGAATGTTGTAAGAGTACATTTTGTTTGAAATGTTTGGCAACAACTCTCAAAACTGGAGGATCAAAATGTCCTTATTGTCGAAAACCAATAAAGAGTAGTAAAGATTATCATATAATCAGTACTAAATGTAAAAAAATCGAAGCAAAACCTAAAAAAATTAGTATGGATCCATTTAATAAAATGGATAAAGCTGATGTTTTAGAACATGTATTAAAATATATATCTAAAAATGATGATTCGCCCAAAATATTAATTTTTTCTGATTATTCACAAACTTTTGAAAAAATTATAAAAAATATATCCAAAGCTGATCTACAATATTCATTATTATCAGGTGTTCCGGCACATATAACTAATGTTATAAATGAATTTGAAGCTGGAATAACCAATGTTCTCATGTTGGATTCACAACATTATGGCAGTGGATTAAATTTACAATCTGCCAATTATATAATTTTATATCATCGCATGACGCCAGAATTAGAAATACAAGTTATTGGAAGAGCACAACGATTTGGTAGAAAAACACCATTGAAAATTATTTATTTGATTAATGATTCCGAAAGAAAAGATTCCACTTTGCAATGTAAATTAAATCCTATTGAAGATAAGGATGAACTTTGGAAAATAATTAATCCTATTGATGATGATGATGATAATGATAGTGATAATGATAATGATAGTGATAATGATAGTGATAATGATACTGAATCAAAATCTAAATCTAGTAAAAAAAATATTAAATCAAAAAAAGATGAATCCACAAAAAAATCTAATAAAAATCTAAATCAAAATATTGATTCAGAAAGTGATTCTGATATAGATGGATTATTAGATGAATTAGTTGTTGTCAAGAGAAGTCAAAAAAATTATAAATCTAGCAAATCTAAAAAACCATCTGAATCAAAAAAATCTACTAAATTGAGCAAAACTAAAAAAAGCGATAAACTTAAAAATAATAAACAAAATAAAAAATATGCATGAATATAATTAAATAATTATTTATTTAATAAATAATTATTTAATATCTAAATCTATTCTCTCTAAACCAAATATTGGCAATCCATTTTTCACCACTTGTTACGGGCATACCTGCATGTAATGAAAGAGGATGACATTTATTCACATTTTTAGCAAGAGGATAAAAAACTAAAGCATCACCGGTAGATGGTTTGGCTCTTAATTCAAGATTTTTAAAATAGGTACATCCACCTTCAAATTCATTATTAAGATAAATTAAAACAGTTAATTTACGCTGACCTCCTCGTGATATAAATTCGCGACATTTATCAGTATCATCACAACAGGCATCATGATGCTCGTTATAATATTGACCAGGTAAATATCTAACAACTTGTAAATCTTCGGCATTTTCGAATGGAATTCCAAATTGTTTGGAAATATTTTCAAACATATTCAAAACCATTGGATCATTTTTTGGAATCCAACATTGTTGACTGTTACGAATTTTTGAATTTTTACCACTTATTACTTCGGAATCAAATAATTTATTTCGACAATTTTTCATAATTTCCTGACATTTTGATGGTTCAATAAAATTTTTTATGACAAAAGGTTTATCATAGTCATCAGTAATATTGGCATAATTCAATGAATCAGTATTTATAGGTGTAAATGTTGATATATTTTTATTATCTCTATATCTGACATATAAAAATATTCCAAGAGAAATTAAAATTAATAGTACTACTACAATAATAATAATAACAATAATCCAATTCATATTATATAATAATCAAAGAAAGTTATTATTTGATTAATATATTAAATTAAATTAATAAACCAAATTAATAAATACATATTTGCTTTGTGGTATTATTTTTTGTAATATATTTGGCGTGTCGAGGAATATGTTCAACATCATAATCATTGATAATCCAATTATAATGTTCATAAGCTTTATTATGATCACAATAAATAATAGTTTTATGACTGGCCTTTCCATAACCACAACATCTTCCTAATAATGATTGTGCTGTTGTGTGTGTATACATGTTATTTGGATCATCATGAACCATATATACATATTTAGTATTTAAATATTCACCAAGTCTCAATTTATCTTTGATAAATATAATTGTTGGTTTACAAGGTTTATTATCAATTAATTCATTAATATTATTTTTATAGCTCATGTCATAAATAATTGTATCTATTTTTGCAGATTTTTTTTTAAATTCGCACACAATATTTTCAATAATATTATCGTCCAAATTTCTTTTTCCTCTCAATCTAAATATATAATATCTATTACGAATATCAATTTCTGTGAATAAATCTTCACATTCTTCTTGGATAGTAAGATCTTTGGCAGGAAATATTGTGGGAAATTTACTGTGATCATTTTCTATACTATCAAACATATCTCTAATACCATAATATCCAGATTCAGGATACATAATTACCTTTGGATAACCAGCAACTATTTGTTCATAAGGTGTCGCTGAAAATCCAATACGATAATAATCAGTAGAATTATCTTTAGATGTTTTTTTTAAAATTGTTCTAAAACGATCAATTATTTTTAAACATTCTGCATCACAATGACATTCATCAAAAATAATCAGACTTGAATCTGCCATAGTTATAAAAATAGATTCATATTCTGATGGATTTTTTACCATAGTATTAATGTCATTTAAATGGTATATTTTATGTTTAATTTCTGATAATTTTTGTTGCAGTTGTGTTTTTAAATTTATAGATGATGCACAAATAACAACATATATATTATATTTATCAATATTTATATTTAATTTTTTGAGTTGATCATTATTATTATTGACAATATAAATTAATCTTTTCATGACATCTGTTTTTCCAGATTGCATTTCTGCCACAGTTACAATTTCTTTATGTTTTATTAATTTTTTAAAAATTTTTGAACAACATGATATAATATTTTTATTATGATGATAATCTAATTTATTTTTTTTTTTCGGAATTTTATGTAAAAATTCATATTTATTGGACATGATTTAATAATTATTGAATCAATAATTATTAACTTATTGAATAAACTAATCAATTTTTTTTATGATTATTGATGTATAACGTTTATTGGATAATATATAAATATTATTGATAACTAAAGTGTGATGTATAAAAATTTTATCCCAATAATCATCATTATAATTTTAGTAATAATAGCCATAGTGTATATTAAACATGATACTTTGTACAAGCCTTATAAACCGGTTACTAAAAAATATCTTAAATTTATTAATAATATTACACATTTAGCAGAATTACCACAAGATGTAATAAAAACTTTTGTAAAAACATCTGATGATCAACATTTAGATACATTTTACGTCAGAAATAGAGATAGTAATAAATGTATCATTTATTTACATGGTAATACTGGTAATATTTCTATGAGATATGATATAGTAAAATTTTTACACAATTATGCCTCAGTTGTTATTTTTGATTATAGATCATTTGGTAGATCTTCTGGAAATAAACATGACTTAAATTCAGAAAAATTAAATATAGATGCTATGTCAATATGGTTATATGTTATTAATATATTAAAATATCATCCAAATGATATATCTATATATGGAGAATCATTAGGATGTAGTGTCGCTATTAAATTAGTAGCTGAAATCACACAAAAATTCGACATACATTATCATCCACATTCTTTAATTTTAGTTTCACCTTTTTTTTCACTATCATCTATGATCGAATATGATGCTGATAAATTAGGTATAAAATATATTGGTAAAATGGTTAGTAAATTTCTGGGAAACGAATATCAATCTCAAAAAATGATACCATTTGTTAGTTATTTTACAAAAATTATTGTGGCACATAGTCAAAATGATGATATTATTCCATACAGTCAAGGGAAAAAATTATATCAAATTATTAATGAAACACATCCAAATGTTAAATTTATTGATTTAATGGGTACGCATAATAAATTAGAATTAACAGATCACTATATTTATACACTAGCTGATTTATTTGAATGATAATCGACGTCTTTTCGTATAAAACCATAATCACCATCAAAATCTCCATTGTCTGAAAATAATGGAGCTTCACATATCCATCCATAATTTTCTGCTAGTTTAATTGTTTGTTCCAAATTTGGTGCATTTTCATTGTATGTAATGCCACTTTTTGGTAATTCCATAATTAAATGTTGGGTAGATTTCATTGTTTTAATACCACCTTGTAAAATATCATGCTCTGCTCCTTGAACATCCATTTTGACAAAATCTGGTTTAGGATAATTATATTTTTCAACTACATCATCCAATGTCATTGCTAAATAATTGTAGTATCTGTTTTCTGGATATAATGTTTTTGAATTATGGGATCCTATTTCTCGATAATAAGAAGCTCCTCCTGGAGAAAATTCATTCATGTAAAATTTCATATGAACACCACTAACATTACTCAATAATCCATTATAATATTGATAATTTTGATATAAAAATTTACAATGTGGGTTTGCATCAAATAGTATAATTTTGGCATCAGGCCAAATACGTTCTGCATGTCTGGTCCAATGTAATACACATGATCCAATATCATATATCACTTTAGGTTCAAATCCTCGTTTTTTAAGAGATTCCAAATAATTAATGTGATTTTTGGGCAATAAATCTTTTTGATAAATATCCAAATAAAATTTCTCCAATAAATTACTCATGATATCATTATAACTGAATATTAATTTATCAAAAATAACGTAAAAAATTGAAATTTTAATAAACTAAGTATATTATCATGATATAATCAAATCTATTATCTCACAAGAATCTAATATGTCACAAGAATCTAATATGTCACAAGAATCTAATACAAACAAGATATTTCATATAACTGATTTCAGACCTATTGGTTTTAAAATACCAAAATATACTGAAACATATTGTTCTTTTTGTAGAGGATATTTATCGGAACCATGTGAAAATTGTCAAGGTAAAAATATTCATTGCGATATTATAGAAACTAATGGACAATTTTATCATATTCATTGTCACAATGAAATGACAAAAAAAAAATAAATATATAGTCATACAATAATAATATTAGCATGATTATACATCTAAATTATAAGATAATATTATTATCTCATAATTTATTAAGCGAAATTATGCACATTATTTCTAAACATGGTATGGATCATAAGAATAATCAGGATTATGATAAAAATAATGATGATCATCATGATCATGACGATCATAAAAATAATGGATTGATAACTAAAATATGGGGATCAGCTGGATGGACGTTTTGTCATTCTGTAACGTTTGGATATCCAATTAATCCCACAGAAAAAGATAAAATTAATTATAAAAATTTTTTTATCTCATTGGGAGATGTTTTACCTTGTAGATATTGTAGAGAATCTTATCAAAAATTTATTACAGAAGGAGATACTGCGCTGACATTAGAAGTATTAGATAATCGTGAAAGTTTAACAAAATGGTTTTATAGAATTCATAATGCTGTTAATAAAAAATTAGAGATAGATTATGGAGTTACTTATCAAGATGTTGTAGACAGATATGAAAGTTTTAGAGCAAAATGTGGTAAATCTACAGATAAAACGAAAGGATGTGTCGCTCCATTAGATTATAAAGCATTCTCTTTTAAAAAATTATATTATTCTGATGCTCCTATTATACCAATCAATATTGCCAATAAATTTATTTATTTAGCTAAACAAATGGGTTTAGATAAAAATTATTTTATATTTATGAATTTAGTCCAAGAACTAGATGGTGACATAATCAAACTTAAAACATTATCATCTTGGACTTATCGTAATCAATATTGTCAAAAACAAATTAGATATATGCGCGAAAATGCTATTCCATCAATTGATGAATATGGTATTCCAACAATCGATGAAATAAAATTAATTTTATGTCTATGTTCTAATCTTAATAAATCAGAATTATATGAAGCAATTAATCATATTCATAATTTCTAACACTATTATAATCCATATCTATCTGATATATATAATATACTCATGAATGATTTACCAAATAATTTAAAACCAATAGTTACACGTGATTATCATATATCTAATCAAAAAATAAGTTTAAAACGATATATTGATTTTGATAATGTGGATAATACTATATCAGAATTCGAAACATTATCAGAATCATGTCAATTCGATATTATTAAATATTTAGTATGCACGAATAATTTTAATTTTATAGAAATTATTGTGCCAAAAATTGTTAAATTTAATATAAATGCTGAAAATGGTATTTTATTAAAATTATCAGTTGTTAACGGACAATTAGAAAATTTTAGTTTTTTAATAAATATTGGTGCAGATTTGACAATTGATAATAATATTATTGGTAAATTGGCAGCTCAAGAATCGAGTGTCGAATTTTTGGATTTAATTTTAAAATATGCAAATGTGTCTAACATTGATGAATTACTTGTATATACCGCTATTTCTAGGATAGATGTTTTATCTAAAATAAAATTATTGGAAGACTATGGCATTAATATTCATATTTATGATGATTATGCATTTGTAGCAGCAGTACAAAAAACAGATACTAAAACTGTAGAATATTTATTATCAAAAGGATGTGATGTTGGTACGCAACAAAATATCGCACTTAAATATTCTGTTTGGTACAATTTTTTACCCATAACTAAATTATTATTGCAAGCCGGTGCTACAACTCGTAATCTACAAGTTGAAGATTTAATTGATGTTATTGGAAATAAACATTATGAAATGATCGAGTTATTGATCCAATACGGACTTGACTTGAATATATTTGATAATTATTTTGAAAAAACTCGAAATTCTGATGCTTTTCGCACAATCAAAACATTAGTTGATTATGGTGTATCACCTATTGATTTATTAGCTGTTTGTTTATATGAACATCATTAAATTAACATATTATAAGGATATAATTAATATTAACATTAATATTATTAATGACAAGTAACAATTACAATTATGGTCAAAATATAAAAAAAGTGAAAGATGTTATCGAAAATATGATGCACTCGTTTGAATATTACAATGTTTATGGAGATGATGTAGAAGATATTTGTAAAATTATTTCCGGTTATAAATATTTGGAAAATATTGAAGAAATTAGCATTAATCAAGTAGAGAATATATTAAATAAAAATGATTACATAAAAATATACCAAGATTATAATGATGAGATTAAAATATATATTTTGAAATGTGTCAATGTTTGGAAAAAAATTGATATATTTTTTTCGCTAAGCAAATGTACTCCAAATGAATTATTTTTTATTGATAATAATTTTTTGCTAAAAGTTGCAATTACTAATAATAATTCAACCATAGTTAAATTTTTATTAGAATTAGGTATGGATGTGTCTATCGATAATTATCTTGCTTTTAAATTAATTGAATCTGTGGATATTCTTGATTTATTTTTAAAATATTATCCTAATATTGATATTAATATGTATAATGATTTTGCAATAAGATATGCTGCAAAAAACACTAATACACCATATGTTTATGAATTAATAAAACGTGGAGCTAATATTGATACATATAATGGAGAAATATTATATTTTTTGGTAAAAAGTAATTATCCTTATGATAATTATAAAAGCGTAATTAATGTATTAAAAAAATCTAATCAACTAGATAAATATGGTCCAAAAATGATACGCATATGTATTGACAATGATAAATTTGAAATTATAAAATTTTTAGTTGAAAGTGGCATCAGTTTAGATTTTTTAACACCCAATGATATATATCATATTATATTATCAGGTTCTAGTGATAAAATTAATTTTTATTATAATAAGGGTGTTAATTTTTCTATAGTCAATGATTTTGAATTGTCTATTTCTGAAGAAAACAATAATTTTATAAATAATCTCATTAATTATGGTGTGGATATGGAATTAATTGGTAAATATATGTTGATAAAAAATTTGAATTAATTATTGTAATAATATTAGTAACTTTAAATAACCCATAACAACTAATTTAATGGCTTTTAGAAATAAATATTATGATTTCGTTGATGAAATTGAATCTGATTGTAACGATATTGACCATATATTAAAACATATGACTAAAATTATGAAAAATATACCAAATATATCAAAAAAAAATCTTCCAAAAGATTTTTTTTTGGTTGATAAATTTATAGATTCAGATGATGAATCCAAAATATCTATATTGAAATATGCTATTAGATATTTGTATCTTGGCGAGTTTTTAAATTTAATACAATATCATAATTTTGAAACATGTTCCGAAATAAATACATATTTACCATTGTTAGTTTTTAATATTAATACATATACTAAATGCAATAAAAAATTAGTATATCGAACAATAGAATTTTTAATTGAATCAGGATGTGATATTAGTTATCATAATCATTTAATTACAATATTAGCATCAAGTAGTCATAATTTTATTTTGCAATTAATTTTAGAACATGGTGGAGACGCATCTACTTTAAATAATATGCCAATACGTCACGCAGCTAATCATCAAAAATTTAATAACATTATGTTATTAATGGAATATGGCGCCAATATTCATACTCACAATAATTATGTTTTTAGACATTCATTATACACTAATGATATAAATTTAACTAAATTTTGTATTAATATTGGTGTCGATGTTAATATTAACAATGGTATTGCTATTAAACATTCTTTGTTTAATGGTTCTAAAATGTTTGATATATTGATTGATTATGGAGCAGATATTAATTATATTGATGAATATGATATATATAATGTCGTACAAAATAAAGATATTGGTCTTTTGAAAAAATTATCTGATTTAGGTGTACGTATTGATCAACTTAATTTTATACGCAATAATATGAATAAATGGGATGAAGATTATACTTTATTTAATTTTTTACAAAATAATGGTGTATTTGATAAAAATATTCTATTCGCAATGTTTAATAAAGATGGTTAAATATTAAACTAGGTAATTTATTGCGATGAATTATATTGGGAAATTTAGTTAATTTGTCAAAATTAATTGGCATATTATATTTAAAAAAATTGAATTAATTTATGTAATTATTATTATCATTGCATAAAAAATCAGTTTAATGACTTCCAGAGATGAATACTATGATCTGATTGATGCTATCGATAGTGAATGTCCCGATATTCGTCAATCATTACAATATATTTACAATATCGCTAATAATATTAAAGGCATAAAAAAATCTCCGGATTTATTTTCTGTTGAAAAATTTATGGGTTTAGACAATGAATCTAAAATTACATTTTTGAAATATACTATCAAAAATTTATATTTAAACGAATTTTTAAATTTAATAACATATTATGAATCCGCTATGTGCTCCGAGGTAATAAATGATTACCTATTATTATTAATTTTTAGTATTTTAAAAAATACTAAATGTGATCAAAAATTAGTATGTCAAATAATAGAATTATTAATAGAATTGGGTTGTGATGTTAGTTACAATAATCATTTAGTGACAATATTAGCATCATGTAGTCATAATTTTATTCTACAATTAATATTATCACATGGTGGAAATGCATGTGTTGCGGATAATATGCCAATACGTCATGCAGTACATACAAATGAAAATCTTAATAATATTACACTACTAGTTAAACATGGTGCTAATATTCATTCTCATAATGATTATGTTTTTAGATATGCTTTATACACTAATAATACAAGTTTAATTAATTATTGTATAGATATTGGTGTGGATGTTAATATTAATAATGGTATTGCCATAAAATATTCCATATATAATAGTTCAAAAATATTCGACACATTAATAAATCATGGGGCAGATATAAATTATATTGATGGCAATGATATTTTTAATCTTGTGCAAAGTAAAAATTTTTCTCTCTTAAAAAAAATATCTGATTTGGGCGTGCGAATTGATCAAATGAATTCTGTGTGTGATATTATGAATAAAAATAATGATAATAATTATACTATTTTCCAATTTTTAAAAAATAATGGAATACCCGATAAAAATATCATATTTGCCCTAGAATATAGGGATGATTAAAAAATTGAATAATTAAATAATTTAATTATTTAGCATTAAAATACCAAATAATTAACATTATACAATGTCATACGATATAAATTTTGGTGCTGATGTAAGAGAATTAGCAAAATATATTAGTAAATTTAATACACTCATGGGAATTAAGGAAATTAGTCACGACACAATAAAAAATATTGTTAGTAATAATGACATGCCAAAATTAATTGAGACATATACCAATGGCATCGATATAGTTAAATTTTATATATTAAAATATATTGTCATGTTTTCAAATAAGTATGATTTATTTGAAGCATTAATTCCTCATACTGAACCTAATATATTTTTTTCTGAGGATAATTTTTTACTAAAAGCTGCTATTAAAAAAAATTATATACAAGTTGTTAATTATTTATTAGAAATAGGTGTAGATTTTTCTAGCGAAAAATATATAGCATTTCGAATGATAACATCATTTGAAATATTAGAATTATTTTTAAAATACAATGTGGATGTTTGTATGTATAATAATTTTTCTATTAGATTTACTACTTCTTTTAATTACGATAATTCGCAATGTGTTAAATTATTAATTGATCATGGTGCAAATATTGATGTTTATAATGGTAATATATTACAAAAAATAATAGCAAATGGCAAAAGTAAAAAAACAATAGATTTATTATTAAGATCTAATAATTTATTGAAATATGGTCCAGATCTAATTAATGTAGCAGTATATTATGGAAAAACTAAAATAGTTAAATTTTTGATAGATAGTGGAATCAATTTGTCTTGTTTACAACCAAAAAATATTTGTAGAATTTTACTTTCACATTCTGTAGAAGACATTAATTTTTATTGTCAACAAGGATTAGATTTTTCATCTATCAATAATTATATTGATAATTATTCTATTGAAGGTAATAATTATGTTAAACATTTAATTAATAATGGAGTAAATATTGAATCATTTGCAGCATATTTATTGTGTAAAGTATTAAATGATTGACTAAGTGTTAATAAATATTGATTAAATAAATATCTAATTAATATTTATAATTACATTGATCCATTATTAAAAATAATTAATTATGTATACAAAATATAAACACAAAAGTATTGATTTTCCGGATTATAAAACCATAATATCTGAAAAATATATATATATGCCATATATTTCATCAAACAAATTGAAAGAATTTGAAGATTTTATTTTGCAAAATGACCAAATTTTTGTGGGATATTTTGATTCACATAAAATGAAATCTGAACTATTTAATTATCTTGTGCAAAAAGATAATTTAGAAAAAATATTATTGTTGCAAAATCAAGACAAATATGATATTTTATCGCATGTTGATAAAATTTTTAAATGTGCTGTAATATTTAAATCTTATAAAATATTGGAATATTTAATTCAAATGGGTTTTGGTATGAATTATTTGGATAATTATGCAATAATGGCATGTTCTTCAGAATCTAAAAATAGTGATTTTTTAGAATATATTGTGGAAAACGGAGGAGATATTTGTGCTCGTAATAATTTGGCCATTAAAATTGCAGCACGTCTTGGATGTTTGGAAAATTTTAAATATCTGATGAATAATGGGGCCGATATTCATGCGGATAATGATTTTGTCATAAAAATATTAACTAATTATTCACATAACGATATTCTTATTTATTTATATGATAATGGTATAAATTTATCAATGTATGATGTTATGCATAATTATTTTAGGTATTGTTTTATTTATGGTATTCATGAAGGATTAGAATTATGTTTTAATTTAGGATTAGATATTAAGATTATAACCGAGTCTGATATTAAAAGTATTAATATATTGGAAACTTCATCCGAAACATTAAAATTATTAATAGATCATGGGATTGATTTTAGTTGTTTAAATCATTATGAACCAGAACGAGAATATGAAAAAGATTTACTAAATATATATGATTTATTAGTCAAAAATAATATTGAACCACGTGCCATTATGTTTAATATACTAGAAAATATTGGTCAAAAAAATTGAATAATAAAAATATTATTATTGCGATATTTAATATAAATATATTAAATATCATAATAGTAAATAATGTCTCTACCAAGAAATATTCTAATCAAAAAATCTCTTCTCAATAGAAGACGCAATGAAAGTACAAAAAAGATTGTCGAAAAAATAAAAAATTTAGAATCGATTTGTTCAAAACATAAAGTAGGTGATCTAACTTTTAGAACTTGTAAATTTGGAAGTTTTGACGGTGCATCAACTTTTGTGGATCATCAAGAAATTAAAGGAAATATGAGATCTGGTATATTGTTAGTTAAAAGTAATCAAGTGTATACTTCACCTGATATTTATGATTTGGTAAAAATTAAAAGAGATAAAGCAGAACGTGAACAAAAAAAGAAAATAGAAGATGCAGAAAAATCAAAAAATGAATTCGAAAGATTAAAAACACAATATGAAACAGAAAATCAATCCAAAATAGAAGAGAAACATCAACAGTTAGTGGATACATTAACTGTCAATACAGAATCTAGTTCAAATACAAATGCAGAAACTAATACACAAGTTAATGCAGAATCTAATGTAGAATCTAATGTAGAATCTAATGTAGAATCTAATGTAGAATCTAATGTAGAATCTAATGTAGAATCTAATACGGAAGATAATACAGAAACTAGTGTAGAATCTAATTCAGAAGATAATAAAAATAAAAAACAAAAAAAAGAAAGAAATAAATATTATCGAAATTTTATTAAGGATATTAAAGGAAAATTTTCGCTTGTTTCCAAACCAGAATATAATTTTTTTGAGGTAAAACATGAATCTACTGATATGGTTATTATTGATTCACAAGTATATGAAATTATGATTTCGGAAAAATCCCAAGATAAATATTTTTTGGTTATTGGAGATCTTCAAGTTAAAAGTGGAGTAATAAGAAGACTTGATCCCGGATATAAATTTGAAAATATTTTACGCGAACAAACCGATTTCTTGGATAGAATCAAAGCCAAAGAAAAAGCCAAAATACAAGAATTCAATGAAGAACTAGAAGAAATAGAAGATCTTGAGGATATTAATGAAGATATTAATGAAGATATTAGTGATATAGATGATAATTCAAAAAATAATTCAACATAAATTATCATCAAATTAATCAGTTTTTACATATAAAAATATTAAAAACTGATTAAATTGTTATTTTTTACTAAATTTGATCAGATATCTATGTATCAAAGAAAATATTTTTCTTTGTTAAATCATATAATGACATCTAGATATTCATACACAAATTATACAGGTAATCCATACATTCATTATCATGGTATTCCATATAATGAAAATATTAATGATCAAATACCATCTAATAATGGTAATAGATCAATAATTAGATCCAATCAAATACCATCAGATACTGGTTATGTTACAGTAACACCTAATGCGCGAAATGATCCAGAAATTGACACTTGGACAAAATCTATGCGTAAAGATAATTTATACAATAGATACACCAATAAATGTTAATTTTATTTTTAATTATTTTTAGTTGTAACAATTGTATCATTTTCTAAGTTAATTGATTTTGGTTTATTTAAAAATTTCCTATGATTATTGACACTAATTGGTCTACGTTTGACTTTATTTCGGTTCATATGAACACCACATCCGCTAATAATAAATTCTGGATATTTTCTACGAGCATAAGGTTTTATCATTTCATTAATTTTATCCAAAACTTCTAATCCTTGATATACTTGTCCAATAACTATTTGATCTTCGTCTAATTCTCTCAATATATTAGTGGGTTTGGCATCATCTAAAGTTATCATAAAAGTAGAGTCAAAATAAGTATTGTCACTGGTTTCATCATAAAATGGAATAAGAGATACTAAACCTTTGACATCATGAGGATAATAATAATCTCCAAAATTTGGTGGAATCGCTTGATCATTATAAATAGTACCAGCATTGGAGCCATTATTATTATAAATATCACCACCAACAATATAATTGTTATGTAATTTGTTATAAAACTGACATCCTTGATAAGTTCTTTTGGTATGTTGATCATAACTAAATCTACCACTTCCATGTTCAGTAACACGATAAGTTTTACCTAAAGCAATATTAATAAAATTTTCTACACCAGCTGGGAATGTTTCGCGAAATAATTGTATATATATTCTTCCCATATGTTCACCTTTTAAACTAATATCCATATAAACAACAGGATTTTGTCCTGAATCAGGCAAATCGGATAAAGAATAATTCATTATCAAGTATAAATTAAGATTGCATTTTTTAATAAATATAATAATGTGTGTTTAACATATTATTATAATTAAATTTATAATTGTTTTTTTGATTTAGTTTCGAAATTTATTTTTTTGACATTATTGGAAATACTAACTAATTCATTTGATAATTTTATAATCATTAGATTAATAAATGTTAATATAATTTGATCACTATAAATTGTATTACTGTATATATATTGTAACATATTTTGGTTATAAAATAATACATAATTTAAAAATACAATTGTAGCAATTTTTAAATGTATTCCCATCATTATTATTGACAGCAAATAAAATATAACTTCAACATGAGAAAAAATAATAAAATAGACAATAATATTTATATAATTATCCATATTATTATTATCATCTAACAACATTGTATATGCATAATATGATGGTATGATTAATGCAATTAAATAATACATCATATTATTTGCAAAATATATATATGATATCATAGATAATAACAACAATATAGATAATCCAAATGGATTATTAAAATAGGAATATACTTTATTTTTCATATTATTAAATTCCAAAATAGGATCATGTGTTTCATTTAGATTACTAAACATATTTAGATTATCCAGTAAATTTTTGAATTTCGTATAATTATCATTACAATTAACAGTTGTATAAAAATCTGATAATATTGTGGATAAATTTTTTTGATTCATTAAATAAATATAATTATCTAATATTTTATATAGTTGTTATGTTGCATATAACGTTATGGAACAAAGATTTAAATAACACATATCGTTATAATAATAATGACTTGCGAAATAATAAGAATTGATTGTGATGTATTACTTCAAATAATATATTATTTGGATATCAATGATATTATTAATTTAAAATCGACATGTAAATATTTAAATGATATTTGTACGAGTAATTATATTTGGGGTAAAATTTTTTTTGATGTTCAACAAGGATTATCAGAAAAAATTATGCAGATGATCTATGAAAAAAATAACACATATTTTTTAAATTATTATTATTTCAAACATTATTTTGGTATAAATTATTGTTTGAATGGTAATATTGATCAATATAATTATTTGGAAATGATAAAAAAAATATTTGTTTTAGTTCCATATTTTAGAGCACCATATTATCACAAAGAGCTGATTGGTAATATATTACCGATAGATAATAATATAGATGAAATTATGTATGTTGTTTCTAGTGTAGATGAATTTCCAAAATATAATAACAATATTATTTGGCAACATCATTATCATCACATAGAATGTCAAATATTATTAATTTTGGTTAATAAATCAGGTACAATTAAATTAAAAAAATTTGTTAAACCACATATTTTATCACATAAATTATTCAAAAAAATGAAAATAACAATGTTTTTGGAAACTGTAAAAAAATTATTTTTTGTATAATTATAATATTATAATTATTTAGTATGTGGATTATTATTATTATTATTATAATTATAATTTTATTAATATGGTATATCATGTCAAGAAATTCTCAAATTTATGCTGTGCCTAATTTAGATATTGTTAAATATATGGGAACATGGTATGAAATTGCAAGATTTCCAACATCATTTCAACAAAATTGTATAAATTCAGCTGCTATATATTCACTATTATCATTAGAACCAGTTCCCACCATCAGTGTGGATAATAGATGTCAAATTGGAAAAAATATTGTACAAGCCAAAGGTTTGGCTATACCAAGTTCAAATTCTAAAATAATTCCAGGAACTAATATTTTGACACCCGGAAGTTTATCTCTCAGAATTGGAAATAATATTTCCGCTTATAATGTCATATATATTGATAATAATTATCAATATTCTATTGTATCTTCAGATAAAAATAATTTATGGATCTTATCAAGATATCCTAGTATTGATAATACAACATATAATTATCTGATATCAATAGCTAAACAAAAAGGATATGATGTATCAAAATTGGTGAAAAATAATTTTCAATAAAAATTGAAAATAAAAATTTTTACATGAGATATACCAAAATATTGATAATAATATCAAAAAAATGTCGGTAGATCGCGATATTCTGTTATATCACATTGTTTCAACCTTTGATACAATAGTATCAACTGATTTATGTAAGAATTCCAAAAAATTATTAAAAGATGCTAATTTAGATTTATCTATCCAAGATAAAATATACTATACAAATTATTCATTAAAAATAGTACAAAAATTAGTTGAACATGTTACAAATGATTTATCTCTAAAAATTAAGGGTATCGAAATTAACACAGAAGAAAATCATGAAATTGTTCATGATTTTAGAATTATTTGTAGTAAAAATCATTTCATCCATGTATCAATGAATCATAAATCGATAAATGTAAATGATATCATTCCGGAAAAATTAATGAAAATATGCGGGTATAAAAAAAATACGAATATGTATAAAACTTATACAACAGAATATCAAGAAATTTGTGAAAGATCTTATAAAAAAATCAAGTCACATGAAAAATATTCTGAATTAGATGATAAATTAAAAAATAAAATGATTATCACGCCAATTACTCAACTAGTTTTTGATACACTTTCAAAAAAAAGAAAATGTGCAGAAAATATCTATAACCATCTTTATAAAGATGGAAATAGAATAGTTTTAAGGTTGTATAAAAATAGATTTAGAATTTATGACCTTAATCGAGATATTGATGGAATAAAAAGTTTTGGAATGAAAATGTCTGAAGATAACGAAATAATTATCAAATTTAACAATGAAATGATATTTAATTTAAAATTACGCACGAACGCTTCGGACATCAAAGAACGTTTATCAGTTAAATTTCGCACAACATTTAAAAATTTGGATGAATTATTTGTTGTGTGTGATGTTAGTGTTTCTACTTAAGTATTTGTTAATATTTTATAATAATATATTTATTATATTATTATACAATATACGATAACAATGACAGATTCGAAAACAAAATACACAAAATTATCCAAATACCAACGTCAAAGTCCTGATGAAAGTGCTACATTATACCGACCAGGTACTAAATTACGCGGAAATAATGGACAAATATGGGTGGTAAAAAAAACTAAACGAGGTACCAATAAATGGGTTATTGACAAGTCTACTAATATAAAAACGCGAAATGATAAATTAATTAGTTTTAATACCAAAGATATTATTTCATTACTTAAATGTGGTAAACCACAACTTATTGGTATACTTGATATAACATCTAATAAAATTGGTGTGGGTGAATTATATTATCAAATAATGCCAGCGATACGTGGTACATATCGTATTTATGAATATTGTGGTAATTTATTGGCAATATATTATGAAGATAATATATTGGATCAAAAATTTATTTTAACTGATAAAATATGCGATTGTGATATTGGTATGTTTTCATATAATGATCATAACAGAATTTCTAAATATCTTAATAAATCAAGTAAATCCAAATTTGGTGTTAAATTCCCTGACTTTAGTACAAAAATATTTAATAAAGTAGATTATGATTATATTTATGAATCAGATTTGGAAAAAAATAAAAATTACACTGATACAGATAATAATCCCATTGCAATATTCAGCAATAATCATTTTGGAGATGGATCTTTTCCAATATATCGAAGTGGCAATAATTATTGGATAATGAATTATAATACTATTGATAAAATATTTTCTCTAATTATATGATTCATTTTTAATCATATCAGATATCATTTCAGCTATCATATATATTCCTCTTGTAGGATTATATGCATGTAAATGTGGTGGTGGATAAATAGATGCATCTATTATTCGTAATCCTTTGACACCATGTATACGTAAATCTGAATCTACTACAGCCATTTTATCATCAATGAGACCCATTTTTGCTGTACCAGCGGCATGATGTCCAAAAGATGACCATGTTCTTAAATATTCCATAATTTTTTCAATAGTATCTGCTTTAGGTCCTGGTAATATTTCAAATTTAGAATAATTTTTAGGATCAGGACTAAATTGCATCATAGATGGTGAATTCATAATTTGTCTCATAATCAATACAGCTCTAGCTAATCTTTCCAAAGTCAAATCATCTTTCCATAATCCAAGTTCAATAATTGGTGCATCTCTTGGATCAGTACTTCTTAATTTAACAGATCCATTCCAAGAATTTATTTTCATATTTTCAATGAGGGCGCCCATAAATACTCGTGGATTAGTGGCATCAAATTGACTCTCAATAAATTTAGTTTTAATTTCAGGAATACCATTAGCATCGGTAGGTAATAATGGATTGGGCATTGTCGTATCAAATTTAGTTTCGGTATTATTTAAATCATCGCCATCAACTTTGATATAATTACAATTGAAATCAAAAAATAACATATTAATAATTTGAAAATGTAAATCTGGCTCTTCCATATTAATTTTTTGCATACCACTATGCCAATCCAGAACCAATTGACAACCATTTTCAGTAAATCCTGTGATATCACGATATTTTTCCACAATTGGTTTAATATCGCGAGGTATTTTATCAATATCTTGATAAAGATAAGCAGCTTGCCAACGCCACATGAATTTTTTTGCATCAATTTCAAAATTCATACAAAACTCATGATGATCCATTAGATTTTGTCCAACTCCCGGTAAATTTTTTACTACAGGTATTCCCATATTTTTCAGATGTTGTTCTGGTCCTAAACCAGATAACATCAGTATTTGTGGTGTGTTAAATACACCACCACATAATATTACTTCTTTTTTAGCATAGTATTTCTTGGTTGTAAAATTATTTCTATCAGGTAATATAGCCTTACAATTTGCATTAGAAACACGATTTCCAGTTGTATCCACTTTATAAAGATGGGGATTTTCTAATACTTCCACACCATATGCTCGAATTATATTTGTAGTATCATCTAGTAATACTTTTGATACTAGTGAATTAAATTTTACAAAAAGATTTTTTTCATTTGCTCCAGCTTGTTTTAATAACATTGGAATTAATAAATCTTTATAGGCATATGATCTCATTCCGCGACGATCAACTTGAGCATTATTAATGCCTAATCCTGAATATTGACCAGGTATATTCAAATCTTTTACGAAAGGTGCACCAAGTTCTTGTTTGACTGTTTTAATAAATTCATCCGAAAATTCATTCTCTAAACCACTATATTTGACTTCGAGCCAGCCTTCATTTCCATGATATTCACTTTCATTTTCTTGATAAAAGTTTTCCATTTTTTTGTAATATTTTTTTATATTTTGATATCGCCATTTATCATCTTTCATTTCTTCAGCTATACGTTCATATGGTAAGTGACTACCACGTCCATCTATTAAATTATGATGATTGGTAGAACCACCTGCACCATTACCACGCGGATATGTATAATGTCTTGCATACTCCTTGACTGTAGTAAATTCTAAATGTGAAGGAGATGGTTCTATTAATCCTTCTAAAGGATTTTTATTACATCCTCTTTGAGTAGGATTAATATGATATCTAGAAAATAATGTAAATAATAAAGCTGGTGTGGAGATTAATTTTTTTTGATAATCATTAATCGTATTATTTTGTGGCATTAAAGAATTATCATGTCCTCCTTCTAATAATAAAACTCTATTATTTTTATCTTCTGCCAATCTGGCTGCTACAACAGATCCGGCGCAACCTGCTCCAACAACAATATAATCAAAACAACAATCATCACATGAGCAAAAGTCTTGCATAATAATACTTATATATTCGAATATAATTTTATTTAATTATTCGTAGATTAACTTTTATACATTGGTACTACATATGTGGTACCAGGTTTTTTTACATTACGTCGCTTCACTTCTCTAAAATTATTGGCGTAATTTCCTTTATCATCATAAGTTTTAACAGTTCGATAAATTTTCCCAGTTTTAGGATCTCTAGTGTAATTGTAACTTAATGGATTTTTGGGATACCATGTTTTGGTAGTTTTATTATCTGGTCTAATTCCATTTGTTTTATTATCAAATATTTTATCTATTCCAAAATAATGTTTGGAAACTGGGTCATAAAATCTGGTATATCTAGACTTTATTTTTGGTATTTTTTTTAATTTTTCATCTATCAAATTTTCAATATTTATTGGTTCCAATTTAATATATTCATATTCCGAATCTGAACCTATTGTTTCCGGTTCATAATCTGTTTCATCATAATCTGTTTTTTCATCATATGTTTCTTCATTATCTGTTTCTCCATAATCTGTTTCTTCATTATCTGTTTCTCCATCATCTGTTTCTTCATCATCTGTGTTATTATTATATCTAATAGTATTGTATATTGGATTTACATTACTTGTAAATACATTGTCTGAATAAATTTCTGAATCATTGTCTGAATCAATTTCTGAAAATTCATCATTAGAATCAATTTCATTAATAATATTATTTTTTGCTCTATTATAAAAATGTCGAGCCTTTTGAAGAAAATATTCTGGATCTTTATTCATGATATATTTCTTAATAATATATTTCTAATCGTTATTTTTATGGTAATAATTAAAACAATTATATAATAAAATATCATTATTAAATCGAATATTATAGTTAAATATGGAACCAAAGCAAAATAATATTAATCAAATGAATATAAATAATAATAAAATAAAGAAGTTAAAACGCTTGCACATTAGATTCAGATATTATATTTTTGGTTATAAAAATTAATCAAAGTTAATTTCAGGTATAAAACTGCGAGATTTCGTTTAAAATAAAATATTATCAGTAATTATAATGTCAAGTCGCAATTATCAACCCAGTGATTGGCCAGGTGGTGACTCTTGGTCCAGACTCCAAGATAGTCCTTATGATAAAGTAGGTTTTATTGAAGGAATTTATGATGAATATGATAGAAGTAAAGGTCCAACTGAATTAGCTTTTGCTGGTTTATATGCTCTTAGATCGCCCGATTATCAGCATACTACTCCGAGTACTCCTATTTCTCCGGCACCCATTATTCCTCACAATATTGTTCCGGTACCCAGTCCAGTACCCACCCCTGTTGTACCTGGACCATTACCACCAGTTCAACCAATGGCAGCCAATCAATATGTTCCTGCTGAAACTTTTAATGGTAATGTAAATACTTATAATCCTAGCACTTATGATCCTAATGCTTATTTCAGAGATTCTATGGGACGCAGATGTCGAATTGTTTGCGATCCTCCCCACCAAAATAGACCTCCTCGTCCTCGTCCTCCTCAACCTCGTCCTCCTCATGTGGGACAAGATATTGGTCAATTTGCTCGTGCATTACTCGGTCGTCATATAACCGAAGCTCAACGTATTTATCCTAATACACGTGTTGTTCGTGCTAATGGACGTGATTTACCCGTAACAAATGATTTCCGTCAAGATCGTATTAATGTCGAAACCAGAAATGGTATTGTTGTTAGAATTGATGGTTTCTATTAAATTTGACTCTTATTAAGAAACAAATTTAATAAATTAATTTTGGGAACTATTAATTTCGAAAACAACTATATATTTGGTACAATAATATTATTATTAAAACAATATGCACAACCATAAATCCATTATTAAAATAACCTTCTGGTACACAAATAATTGGATTAACTACGCGATATATGAATCCTTGTTGATATTTTTGACCTAAAAGTGCATATTCTAATTGTGTCAATCCACATTTTTCAAATCCAAGTAAATATTGTAACAATAAAAATATTAATAAGGTTAATGCTAGTTGTTTTATCATACAATTGGATATAAAAATAGAAGAAATAACACCTATAATAATAAGTATATGGATTGTTTTTATTAATGTAACTGCTATATTTGACGTTACATTGGGTGTTATACTTGATGTTATGTTTGGTGCCATATAATTATATATTGGTTAGTAATTTAATTGATAATTAAATTTCTGTAGGTGGAACACCATTAACATAACCAGAACAAATACCTCCTTTAGTAACAAGGACGTAAATTATATAAATCCATGGACAAAAGAAAGCCACAATAATAGCACCAATATTCAAACCTTTACTACATTTAAATGCTAAATATAACGCAAAAATAAATGCTGCCATATGTATCACCAAATATGTCAAACCCAATCCTTTACTAACTACACTATTATCAAAATTTTCTTGTATTTTTGTCGAATCCTTTTCATTTTTATCCGTAGGGATTGTATATTCTTGTGTACTCATTATTATATAATTTTGATTATATAATAATTTATTCATATTTTAATTTATTCATTATTTTAATTCATTTGATTAGCAAGTTTAGCATATTTATACTTATACTTGTAATATTTTGATTTAAAATCATTATGATCACCACCAGTTTGTTTATTATTATTATTGTGACTATTATGACTATTGGGTCTTTCTATGTTTATTGTTCCTGGAGGATGATGAGGTGGCGAATATATGGTATATAATTTTAGTTTTCGAGTATCTGATGTATTAACAATTCTATGATATGTTCCGGCAGGAATAATAATACAATCATCATCACCAAGTACATACTGTTTTTCTTGATTAGGTCCAATTAAAGCCACAGCATTTCCTTGTTCGATACGTATAAATTGGTCGTTATCAGGATGTATTTCGAATTCAATATCTTCATTGGGTTTCAAACTCATCAGTACTAATTGTTGATGTTTGCTTGTATTAATCACTTTACGATAAAAATTATTATCAATAGTTGCTTTATTAATATTTGTGGTAAATACTTCATTTTTGGAATTATCTTGATTCATAACGCAGTATATAATAGCATTATATATATATATTTATTAAAAAATTGATATTTATATTTTTTGATCAAAAAATATAAATATGTCAAAAATATAATAATGATATTGTGTTTTTGTGATGCCAGTTTTGATCCTAAAAATAAAATAGCTGTTATTGCTTGGAAAGTTGGTAATAATGATATGCAACATGAAATTATTCATGATACTAATAATACTCGAGCCGAAATTATAGTATTATTGAAAATATTATCTGAAATAAATCAGGACCAAAAATATATTATTTATACAGATTGTGCTAGTTTATTATCTAGAATAAATTCTCAAGATAAAATAATTCAATCCAATTATAAAACTAGTTGTGGTAAAGACATTAAAAATGCAGATTTGTACCATCACATATTTAATAAATTACGAAATAATATTCAAATTAAACATATTGAAGGACATTTACCAACACGCAATATGAATACCAATAATATAATTTTTTCACAGGTCGACAAATTAGCCAGAAAAAAATTAAGACAATATATATCTGTCAATCATCCATAAAAATTTGATTTTTTAAATCATTGACTAGTTTTTATTACCAATAAATAATATTATCATTATCATTATCATAACTAAAATAATGGACAAAATGATGTATAAAATAATAACACCAGAATCTGACATTATCACAAATGAAACTTATAATGATACTAGTTTTCTAAATAGTAATTTATATTCATATGATGGTTCTTATTTTAAAGGAGGAATTTATTTTACTACAATTAGGTATGTACTAAAATATATAAATTGCGGTACACATTTAGCTGAAGTTCATTTGCCTGTAAATGATCCTGATTTTAAATTTAGTTCGAGTTCTATTCATGATGGTGGTATTACTGATATAACATATCGAGCCAACAAAGTAATATTCAAAAATCTAAAACCACTTGATAAAATCGAAACATTTAAATTTTTATCAGAAAATGGTGCTGATATTAAAAATCATTATCAAGATCTTCTTGAATGGTGTATCGATCATAATAATATAACTATTTTAAATTGGTTGTTAAAATTTAATATTCGACTGTCAGATATTAATTATCATAATATTTTGATACATTGTTTGAATAATTTTGATGCATATAAAATTTTGATAGACGAAAATAAAAATATCAAAAATAATAAGTATATTACTAATTTAGCCGATGATTGGCGTATTAAGAGCGAACAAGGTTTCTCAGAATATATAGCTGAAACTTTGAATAGATCGTAATTTATATCGTTTACATTGTTTGATATATATATTTAATAATATATATACCAAAATAAAAAATGATTTTGGATCAATTTCCCAAAGTTTTGTGGATAAATTTAGACAGATCCACTGAAAGAAAAAAATATATGGAATTATTATTAAAAACACATAATATCAACCATACTAGAATAACTGCCATAGATGGTTCACAAATATCAGAATTAGCTAAAATTTGTATCACTAATTCTTCTATAACTTATCAAGAAAATGCATGCACTTGTTCGCATATATTAGCTATAAAATACTTTTTAGATGAAATGAATGATGATGAAATTATCATATTTGAAGATGATGTTAGTTTTGAATTTTTAAAATTTATCCCGTATGATTGGTCAAAATTATATTCTAATTTGCCTAAAGATTATGGGTTAATACAATTAGCGATTACTAGAGATCGTGGACCAGTAAGTCATGTATTAACTAAAGTAACATTTTTATATAAATATTATTGTAGTGCAGCATATTTAATTACTAGAAATACTGCAAAAGAAATAATTGATAAATATTATTGTAAAGAATCTGGCAAAATTGATTTGAGTCAAAATGATTGTTGTACAGCAGATGGTATTATTACAAATACAAACAAAACGTATAGTATTCCTATATTTTCTTATCAAACAAGTGAATCAACTATACATCCAAAACATTTAATTATACATACTAAAAGCAAAATACAACAACATAAAATGTGGTCGATAATTGCACGAACAAAAAATTTTGATGTTGAATCATACTTTAATAAATTTCCTAAATGATTATTAAATAACAATATTTGATAATCATTGAGTGATAAAATTCTTTGCAACATCTAAAAATTCACCAATATCTACACATTTCCATTCGATTTTATCATTATCTTGATGAATTTTGACATAAACACTTTTTTTATTTTTTCTTGTAATTTCTTTTAATTGAAAAACAGAAACACATAAATTAATATTTGGAAAATGATCATTAATTAATTGTAGACAAGCTATTTTTTTATCATTAAATTGATCAGGAGTAATTTCAAATATAATTTCATCATTATTAAAATTAATAAAATCATTTTCGGTAAATATATTATTTTGTAACACACAGTCCAAAACATTAAGTGTAATATTACGCCAATACATTGTTTGTTTTTTTGGAAAAAGATCAGGATAACTGAGTGCAATCAAACGTAATTTTTTCAATCGACCAAAGTATGTATGATCAATAAATTTACTAACATAATCTTGCCAAGTTTTTTCTGATATTAATTTTATCTCGCGCATAATTTCAAAATTAGCAGATGATATGTCAATAGATAAATAATATTTTTCGCAATAATGATTTTGATAAATATCTGCAAATTTTATATTGAGATGAGGCGCAATAATTGGATATTTATTACACACATTATTATGCACAATTTCCATATTTTTCCAAGATTTATAATTATCTCTTTGAACAAGATCATCATGTATTTTTTTTGATAAATCGTAATGTTTACTAATGAATTCACGTTCACCACCAAGATAAAGTAATACATTATTAAGATCATCTAGCCAAAATCTCAAATTAGTGTATTTACAAATCTCATTTAATGTATCAATGTCAGCATTTGGAAGTAATTTTACACCACTATAATCACAAAACATTTTGCGAGTTTTGGGACCTAAATCGTGGAATGCTATTTCAAATTTTATTTTGGATAATCGTAAACGATAAACTTCACTTAATCCATACGCAAAATAATATAAATTCGGATATTCAGTACGAAAAACGCGCATTGGTCTGCGTAATTTAGCTGAAATATCAATATCAACAAATTCTAAATTATCTGATAAAAATGATTCAATATATGATTTTAATTCAATAATATTAGTGATCATGATTTAAGATATCAATGTAGATTATAAAGTTTGATTAATATTAAAATAACTACCAATATATTTTTTTTTCAATTTTATATAAAACACAAATGTCTTGTTTTAATATCTTGAATAATGATGTCATCATAAACATATTCGAATTTTTAAATGACGTAGATAAAATAAATTTTTCGTTTTGTGATATTAAGTTATCTAATTTTAGATATTGTATAAATTTCAATGATATTTATGATTATGATACTATAAAAAATGTACCATATATTAATAGATTTAAAAAAATTAAATATTTAGCTAATTCAAATTATATTCCAAATGGTATAACTCATTTAACTTTTGGAGATTATTTTAATCAGGATATTACAGGCTGTATTCCAGATAGTGTGATTCATTTAACTTTTGGTGATTATTTTGATCAGGATATTACCGATTGTATTCCAGATAGTGTAACCCATTTAACTTTTGGTTGGGTATTTAATCAAAATATAACAGATTGTATTCCAGCTAGTGTCACTCATTTAACTTTTGGTGATTATTTTGATCAGAACATCAAAAATTGTATTCCAGCCAATGTAACTCACTTAACTTTTGGTGATTATTTTAATCAAGATATAACAGATTGTATTCCAGCTAGTGTAACTCATCTAATTTTTGGCTGGGAATTTAATCAAATAATCAAAAATTGTATTCCAACTAATGTAACTCATTTGACTTTTGGAAGAAATTTTAATCAAGATATTACAAATTGTATTCCAGCTAGTGTTACACATTTAATATTTAAAGATAATTTTAATCGAAATATCAAAGATTGTATTCCAGATAGTGTAACTCATTTGGAATTTGGAGATCACTTTAATCAAGATATCAAAGGTTGTATTCCAACTAGTGTAACTCATTTAACTTTTGGATTTTATTTTGATAAAAATATCAAAGATTGTATTCCTGATAGTGTTAAATATTTAGTAATACCAAAAACATCGTATGACAATAGCAAAAAATATATCAGCAAAAAAATAAATGTGATTATTTTGTGATAATACAAAGTCCAAAATGTACATAATTATTCAATTATCAACACGCTCGTTGGTTGGAAATTTATTTAAATTTTAATATAGTCTAATTTTGGAGAGCAATATTAACCATTCGAGGGCTCTTCTTTAATAATACATCTTCTTATCCTTTATTAAAGTTAATCCTTTTGGATTAGCTTTAATAAAATTATTTTATCAACCATTTGTTAAACTCTTAACAGTTGTGTAAGCATTTTTTATAATTTCTGTTAATCCATTTTGGATAGTTCTTTCTTGAGTATGATAATGCAAAAAATCTCGAATATAATCTGAACAAGTATCTGAACCATTGATAATAGTAATTAATTCGGATATTACTGCCTTATCTAATTGTCTAGGTTGGAATCTGGATAAAATAAATTTTTCGACATCTTGTTCCTTAAAATTGGTCCCACAAACCAATAATACAAAAAACATATTGTAATATTTTCTTAATATTACCACTGCTTCAGCGCATAATCTTAGATAAGTATCATACCTAAGAGATTTTTTCCCTCCAATAACACTCAACATGTCTGAATTTAGTTTGACGTCACTAGATGTTAAAGGATGTGCATCATTACCCAAGATAAATCCAAAATCAATATGAAATAATTCGCCATCATCTGTAATCATAATATTTTGTAAATGTCTATCTCCCAATCCCATAAAATAACTATGTAATGTGTATGATACTAAACTACACATATATTTATCAATAATACTTGACACAGTTGATACTGTTTTATGTTCATTTTTATTAATAATATGTTGCATAATAGATGTTTTACTATTAATTATTGAATATATAGTTTCAGCATTTTCAATAATTTGAATCATTCCCGAATTATTAGTTAATGGCATAATATGATATGATACTAGCCCAAAATTAACATTAGATTCAGTGTCATCCATATTTTCTTTAATAATGATATCGCATAAATACATTAAATTTTGCACAACAAGATCATTCATTACACATTCTTTTTTAAATAAAATTTTAATATCACCATGTGAAGTTTCAAAAGGAATAATAACAGGTTTGGTATAACTTGATTTAATCTCGATTTGATTAATTTTGGCTTTAAATAATTTAATTTCAGGATCAAATGGTAAACTAATTGGATCACATCTTTCAAATACATCAGTTAAATATCTTTGAGGATTTTCTAAATTGTCAATTAATCCAACATAAAATCGATATTCTCGATCCATTTTATTGACTAATTCTTTATCAATTAATCTAATAAATCGATTAATATTAGATACATGTTGCATGTTTGCCATCTCTTTAGCATTATTTAATAACCAGAATGTATGATAAATAATTTTATTAGATTTGGATATTACTTTGTAAATAAGATTTTGCAATGATATATTATGATAATTATTTTTTATTATATTGACAAAAAATGTAACATGACATAAAATAATACTTTCCGGAGTATTGTTAATAATATTAAACATATATTCAATTAAAGCATCTGGTAAATCATAAGCATTTGAATATAACACACAAATACAATCATCAAATGATAATTGTTCATTACAAGTTCTTGTACAACATAATTTATTACAATTCATATTTTTTGCACTATTTACAACATCAACAATAATTTTAAGATTTGCTTTTTGAATAGATTCAACATATTGTCCTGATTTTTGGTATGATGAAATTTGAATATTTGTAGATTTAATTGGTTTCCAATCCATACATTTAATCAAGTGCACTATATATTTACTATGTTTGCAAAAATACTTTGAATTTATATTCAACAAATTTTTATCAATAGTAGTATAAACATGATTGGGTAAATAATATTGTATATTACGTAAATGATTAAGATAATGTTCTTTAACATCAGTATATGAATTTGACAATTCATATATTTCATCAATTGGTTTAGGATTTTCTAAAATATTAGCAATTTTATCATATATTTTAGTTTTATTAATAATTAGTGTGTGACAACTTTTACATACTCTTTTTTTATTTTTTTTTAGTGAAGTGATATAGTAAGACATGTTCCAATAATCGGCCGGATCAGGACGATCTAAGAAATCGGGAATTACAATGCTGTATCCTGCGCATTTATAACAAAATATATTGCCACAACTTCGGCAATGATGTTTGCGTAAAAATGCACCAAATGTTGCATTACAACCATGACACGAGGATACTCTATGATCCTCGACCCAAATATTATTTTTATTACCAATAACAATAGATGTTGTTGTTTTTTCACTCATTATATTATTAATATAATAATATACTTATATTGTTTGAATAGATCTAACATTATCTGTTAAAAAAATTCGAAAAAAAATTGAAAAAAATATGTATTGATATAGTTAATGATATAAAAACGTCATTATATCATTAATACATCGAATATCGACTTAATGGCTAACCGTAATTCTACCAAGTCAACGCGTGTTAACACCACATCAGAACGCAATGTGGGAAATAAAAAACCTACTTATCAGTTCCAAATGAATCGTTCACAAAATGAAGTTCAAGAACGTGAACCCAATCTAGCAGAAAGGTTTGGTCATTATCCTGTTGTGACGAGTAGTCTCAGTCTTCTCATTTCATTTTTGCTTCGCCAACTAAATTATATGAGCAAACGTGATTCAAAGACGTTTGGAAAAATTGTTGATTGGTCTAAACAATCACTTGATGGCGTGGCCACACATAGAAATTCTCTTCAAAAACTAGCCAATGAAGTTTCTAGATGTCAACTAAATTGTGGAGCATGGTCTTCTCTAAAATGTTATGAATCTGAATCGGAAAATGGTGATGTTTATTATGGATCATCGTGGTATTCCGGAAAAAATCAGGTTCCACCAGCTGTTCTTAAGTCAAACACGGTCACTCTTGCTGAAGCACGAGCGGATTATCTTCTGGATCAAATTTGTCTCAGACTGGATAGTGCTAGTCGCCGTCTTGAAAGTCGAGCTAATTGTGATTATGATACTACTGTTAAAGATGTAATTGATAAAGCTTTCGATTTTTATAATGATCTTCTAAATCGTCTAATTGGTAAGAATGCAGTTGAATTTTCAGAATTTCTTGATAAACTCGAAGAATTTGAGAGAACTCGCAAAACTCATTATCAAAATAAACAATATCATTCTGATTCAACTGATTATCGTCCGAAATCTTATAAAGTCACTAATAAAAACAAAGTTGAACCTAAAAATGTTTCCGAGACCTCTGGTGAACAAAAAGTAGAAAATGTTCCTAAACCGATTGTTATTGATCCCAAACATAACAAGCCTGTTAAATCAGGATTTAGTTATTCCTCTGCAGCTGGAAAGACTAACCAGGTTGATACCGAAGTAACCAAATCAGAATAATTTCATTAAATTATTTAACATCAATATATTTTATTGATATTAACTAATATAAAATTGATTATATTATTCAATATAAATATTATTAAACCAATTATTTAATAAAATGGAAACAGATAAATATTTATTTTTTTACAGTCATCAAAAAAATAAATTAGGAACAGAAATATATAGTCAATGGTATCCTTGCATATTTACTGAAGAAATATGTGATGATGTTGAAATTAAATATTATAATGCCGAACAATATATGATGGCACATAAAGCTCTATTATTTGGCGATGGGGAGATATTATCCAAAATATTGGATGAAAAAAATCCATCAAAAATAAAATCATTGGGTAGAAAAATTGCTAATTTTGATAATGATTATTGGAATAAATACAAATATGATATTGTTGTATCTGGTAATCGATTAAAATTTGAACAAAATCCAAAATTAATGGAACAATTAAAAAATACTGGTAATAAAATATTAGTAGAAGCATCTCCTTATGATAAAATTTGGGGAATAGGAATAACAGCTAATCAAGCAATTAAAATACCAGAATCTAAATGGCCAGGACAAAATCTTTTGGGAAAAGCACTTATGCAAATTAGAAAATAATTACATTAAACGATAAAAAGTTGAAAAATATTTTCAACATAAATATTTGTTTATTTGGTAATAATTATCAAACAAATAAATGCAAATAATTAACGTTTTACAAAATTATGGAGATTATTTGGATCAGATTATCGAAACTAATGGATGGATCAAAACATGTCGAAAACAAAAACAAATGTTATTCATTCATATAACAGATGGTACAAGTCAAAATACTTTACAAATAATTGTATCGCCCGAATTTGTCAATAATATGGATGAATTAAATAATCTTACCACAGGTACAAGTATTAAAGTTGTAGGTAAACTGGTGGCAAGTCCAGCAAAAGGACAAAACGTGGAATTAATAGCTCATGATATTACTGTATATCAACAATGTGATCCATTATTTCCTTTGCAAAAAGTTGGTTTAACATTAGATTTTCAAAGAACTATACCACATTTAAGACATAGGACAAATATTATGAGAGCTGTGTTTACTGTTAAATCAAAAGCTTTATCCGCAATTCATAAATTTTTCCTAAAAAAAAATTATTTATATATAGATATACCTGCATTAACAACAAATGCTTGTGAAGGTGGTTGTCAACCACTTCAAGTAACATCTTTATTAAATAAGGGAAGTATTGAAAATATATCAACTATGTCTGATAAATCTCAAATTGATTTTACCCAAGATTTTTTCAATAAACCAGTATATTTAACTGTTTCTAATCAACTTCATTTAGAATGTTTTGCTCATGGTTTAGGTTATGTATATACCATTACTCCAGCTACTCGAGGAGAACCTTCACAAAGCAATAAACATTTAGCGCATTTTTCTATGTTAGAAGTTGAATCATGTTTTGGAAATTTAAATGACAATATCAATGTTGCGGAAAATTGTATTAAATATTGTGTTGCACAAATTTTAGAAAAATGTCAAAATGAATTATCTGTTCTGAGTTTTTCCAATAAAACACTTTTATCCAAATTAAATAAAATAGCAACACAAGATTTTATTAGAATATCTCATAAGGATGTTATTACTTTGTTAAAAGAAAAACATAAAGAAAAATCTTTTGTTGAAGAACCTGAATATCAAAATGATTTAAGCGGAGAACATGAAAAATATTTAGTTCAACATTTTAATAATCCTGTTGTCGTAACACATTATCCCAAAAATGTAAAAGCATTTTATATGCCAGTTAGCCATACCGAAACTATTAATGATAAAATAATTGAATATGTTGATTGTTTTGATTTGTTAATGGATATTGGCGAAACCGTTGGAGGAAGTCAAAGAATTTGGAAAGAAAAAGAATTGACAGACAGAATGATAGAATTAAATATTGATCAGAAACACTTAAAATGGTATATAGATCTTAGAAAATATGGATCAGTACCTCATGGTGGATTTGGTTTAGGTATAGAAAGATTAGTAGCAGTATTGACCGGAATGACAAATATTAAAGATTGTATTTCATTTCCCATTACTATTAATCATTGTCAATATTGATTATAATTGTTAAATTAATTATTGATAATACAAAGTCCAAAATGAAGTTATTATAAATAATTAAAATAATTATCTATAATAGTGCATGACAATGGAAATTGATCGTATTGAAATTAATATTGGTATTTTTGGTCCGAGTTGTTCTGGTAAATCTACACTTGTTAATTGTATGACTAAATCTCAATTATCAAACACAGGATCCAATAAAACTACATACATACCTCAAGTATATACAGACTATTATAATAATAATTTTATAACTGAAGATATTTACCAAATAAATATTGATAAAACAATAAAATATTTGGCCTATCCTCAAATATTAAAATCTACTGTGTTTAATCCAATATTTCATAAAACAACTGGATTTTGGGATTTTTTAAATAATGATCTTGCTGAAACTGTAAACGATAGTGATATATCTCAACATGTTGGTGAAGATTTTATTCGTCGTGCTAAACCTATGATTAAAATAAATATATGGGATATGCCTGGATTTGATGACACGATTGACAATGATATTTATATTAAATGGTTAAATACAAATATAGATGTATTTGATATTATAATATATATTACTGATATTAATCAGTGTCTGGATAAATTTAATACTTTTAATTATATGAAACAATTAATTACAAAATATGACTTCAAAATGATATGTTTAATAAATAAATGTGATGAAATGTATTTTGATCCGGAGATAGGGAAATTTTCTTTTGATAATTATAATGATCAGGATATTTATCTTAAAATTAATAATCTTGTCGCGCAAAATATTTCTGATATCAATTCACAAAATTATACAATAACACCTTTTTTACCAATGACATTACTCAATAATGAATCCAGTAATAGATGTATTGATAATTTTAGACATATTTTATCCAATATGTTAATATCAAATATATCAATTTTTACGAGTAAACATCTTATCAAATGTTTAGATAATATAAAAAATATGCCAGATATTATGAGATTTTTACGCGTAATTAATAAATTTAATATTATTGAATTTAAAAATCATGATATTAATTTAGTTTGGAAAAAAATTAGCAATATATTAATAGCCCATGAATATAATATTATTAGAAAATCGATAATGCTTTGCGAAAAAAAATTAAATTATGATGATTTTGATAGAGTACATAGCGAAATACAAGAATATTTAACTTTTTTTACATCTATAGATTTGCTTGAAAATTGGCCAGAATATCCCACAGATTTATTAAAATATCACAAAACCAAATTAATAAGTAACTTGTTAAATATTTATGATGAACTTTGTAATTCAGAATATAAAGGACAACCATATATATGTCCATCGAATTTATTAGTATTTTTAGAATTAATAAAAACACATGTTCCGCAAGAATTTGATAGATATGTTATCAAATTTATTAGTGTTCATACAGATGTTAAAAATTTTACTGAATCATATGAAAGAAATTTAACAGTAATGATTGAATATGCCAAATCAAACATATCTCAAAATTATAATATAAATGAATATTTAGCATCAATCTGTCAAATTATCATAAATAAACAATATTATATTAAAAATAAGTTACCAAATGAATATTTTATTTATTTAATTCAATTAAAAAAATTGGTAAAAAATATAATTAAAAATACAATCAAAAAAGAAAATGTCACAATAAATCCATTAGATATTTTATTAGAGGTGATTAAAAAGAATATTTCTAATTATTTATCTGATAGTAGTTTTGCTAATTTATATCGACCAGAATTAAATATGACTAATATTGATAAATGTTTTAATTATTTTATTCATAATGACAAAATAATAAATTTAGATTTTGAAAAAAAATTATTAACTTTTTATGTCTAATTAATAATATTTTTCATGAAAAATATTATTAACAACTTTAAATTTATTCAACTGTTACTACTTTGGCTAAATTTCTGGGATAATCAGGATTATTTCCTCTATCTAAAGCTAAATAATAAGATAACATTTGTAATGGAACAATGCTAATTAGTGGAAATAATACAGAATCTGTATCAAAATAAAATAAATGATCGATAATATCAGATTCTATTTTACGATTAGTAATATAAATGACACTAGCTAATCTCGATTTAACTTCAGCATTAACATTTTCAATTTTGGAATAAAACCTATCATTATTAGCTAGTAATATGACTGGAACTTTGTTGGTTAATAAAGCAAAAGGACCATGCTTTAATGCAGCTGCAGAATAACCTTCTGCATGAATATAAGATATTTCTTTTATTTTTAATGAACCTTCTTTAGCAATCCATTCCGATTGTTGTTTTCCGAGTATAAAACAATCATTTTGATTTTCAAATAATTTTATAATCGACGGTATTTCTTGTTCTGATTGTTGTATTGCACGATTAAAATCATATGATAAATTATTTAATGCCTTAATATATTGATATTTTGTTTTTTCGTTTATTTTATCAAAATTAATCCACATAGATACTAATAATAACATAACTACTTGATTGGTGAAAGATTTAGTACTAGCTACTGCATTTTCTCGTCCAGCTTTAAGATACAAACAAAAATCAACTTCTCTAGCAATGAGAGAATTTTCTACATTTATTATGCCAATTGATTTAATATTTTTTTGTTTACCTATTTCCAAAGCTCTGTATAAATCTTTAGTTTCCCCGGATTGTGATAATAAAATTAAAATAGTTTTTCTATTTAATGGTATATCATTCTCCTCGAAATCCGCTCCATCTATTACTTCAATAGTGGCATTTGTTCTAAACTCTTTGAAATATTTTACACCTAACTGTGCTGCATGATAAGACGTACCACAACCTAAAAATATAATATGATCGATCGATTGTAATTCTTTGCGTGATATTTCCAATTCTGGAAAATATGGTTTGTTAAAATCAAATCTTGACAAAATTAAATTATTTAATGCAATTGATTGATCATTAATTTCTTTGATAGTCCAGTGATTATAAGGAGCAGGAGATGTTACAATTGATGATTTGGATAATTGAAGATAAGTATAATTATTTTTAGATACAAGATTACATTGATCTTCAAAAATAGTTAAATATCCAAAATCACCATCACAAATTACAGCATATTCAGTAATATCTTCGTCAAATCCACTTAATTCCGAAACAAACATACTTTTTTTCTTGTATTTATCGAAACCGATAATTAAAGGAGATCCATTTTTTAAAAAATAAATATTTTCTGGATTTTTTGTATCTAAAATTAAAATTGCCCAAGAACCATGTAGTATATTGTTTAATTCATCATATCCTTTATTTTGTTCTTGTAAAAAGTGTATATATTTAACTACTACTTCGGTATCAGTTTGTCCATAAAATGTATATCCATTCTTTATTAATTCTTGTTTTAATTCTCCATAATTTTCGATTATACCATTATGAACTATGGCATATCTAAAACTTTCATCTGTATGAGGATGCGCATTTTCTAATGTTTTTTCACCATGTGTTGCCCATCGAGTATGTCCCACTGCAATATTACATTTTTGTGTAGCCAAATCACTATTTGTTAAATTTACCATAGCATTTTCACCTTGATTTGATACACTTTTGTGAATTTGTAAAGTATTATTCACAATTGTGCAAATTCCTGCTGAATCATAGCCTCTATTTTGTAATTTAGCTAGTGCGTTCATTACAGAAATCATGGCTGATTCATTATTGGTAATACATCCAGATATACCACACATTTAAGATTATATTTATGGATGATATATTTTCAAAAAAAATCTATAATCCACATTTCCAATCAGTTTATTCCTAGAATATTGACTCATTATTTTTGTATTTGATAATATATAGTCTAGCGCATTAAAATAATAATATTATATATTATTTTCAAAATGTAATGTTCCTGACAGACATTGATTATATATATCTTCTATTATTTCTTGGACTTTTTCAGGTGTATATATATCTAAAGCACCAGCTTTAGAATTTAAATTGATGACATTAATTTGATATTCTTGGTGCAAAATATTCATATTTATGTTATTTTTAGCTCCCATAATATGATCTACTAATTGTTTTAATAGAACAATATTGCTATTAATATTTACATATTTGGGTTTATTCGTAAATTGTAATAGCCATAAATTATAATTTTTCAAATCACCATGTAATAATAAATAATCTAATGGATTCATATTAGACACTCCACCGTCTACAAAATAATTTGTGGTTGAATCAAGAGTATTTTCATAACTATATTTTTTAGTTTTGGTATTATAGTATAATTTTGATTGTTCGAAAACGAATGGAATAGAACTGCTAGCTAACATTGCGTCAAATAATTTTATTTCATCCCAATCATCGTTTAATGTTGTCATAAAAATTTGCTCTTTTCGGCTAATGTCGACTGTATTAATTAATAAATGTTTATAAATATTTGGATATTCTTGTATTAATTTTTTAAGATGTCCAAATGTTATATGCGTTCCACAAAATTCTATACCTTTAGCAATGCCTAAATGTTCACGAATAATTTCTATTCTATAATTCAGTATTTTTTTAAGTATATCTTGTCTTCCTGAATCATCATACATGTGTCCCTTTGATAAAAATCTAAAGGCAGTAAACATAAACATGTATTTACTATCAATTAATTTACTCAAATCAATAATTTTTGATACTCCTATTATATCTTCTTTATTGTAACCCAGACTCAATGCTGTTGATAAAAAACTACCAACTGATGTTCCTCCAAATAAATCAACTTTACATAAATTCAAAAATTCATTATCTTCAAACAAATATTTAAGTACTCCCGCTGCATAAACACCTCTTGTTCCTCCACCTTCAATAAAAAATGCATTTTTAATAATATCATCATCTACTGTTGTTTTTAATTTAAAATTAATTTTAAAATATTTGCTAACCATCACCTTATTATTAGTTGACAAAAATTACTATTTACTGGGTGATGTTTTTGTCATCATTTTTGATAAAATTAATGTTCCGAAGATAAATATTAAAAAGGGAAAAAACACATATCACTAGGTATAATTTGTTTTATTGAAATATTATAAAGATAGTATTTTAATTCACTATCGGTGGAAAATTTGGTAATATTAATATCAGAATTAAATAAATGATCACGAAATATTAATTGATCAAAACCATATTTTGATAATTTATCGAGTAACATGAAAACTAATTCGGTAATTGATAATGTTTCAAAAAAATAAAAAGACAAATGTGCTACTGAAATAATTTTATTTTTCTCTAAACAATAAAAGAAATTTTTATAAACGGATACCATATCTGTTACTTCATTTTTTTCATTATGTTTAACAAAAGTATAAACTATATTTTTTTTTGGTAATAAAAAATGATTGCCAGATTCTTGATTGAAAAATGGTTTGAATTGTAAGTGATCCATAAATTTATTTAATTTATGTACTACGATATCCATATCGTTTGGTTTTAATAAATGTAGTGGATTATTATCGATAATAGGTAATAACGGAATATCATCCACAAGAAAATCTACTTGTTTTAATTTTGAATAATTAATTGGTATGGCAAATTCTTGTACAGATGAAAAATTACAAGATATATTTTTAGTGGTAGTAAATAAACTATACATGATGTTTATTTTTAATAATCTTCTTTTCATTTCGTTCATTAAAAAAATTGCCATGCCATGATATCGTATTTTAGATTGTACACATAGTAAATTAATATATGGTATTTTTATTTTTTCACCGCATATTATCATATCCACAAATAATGCGGTTATTAATCCAACAATTTTACAATTATAAGTTAATCCAATAATAAATCCGGGTGGTATATATTTTAAATACCAATATAAAAAATTTTTAGAATATAATAATCTGATAATATTATCTTGATCTTGCACATAATGTTTATTTAATAAATCATGGATTTCATCTAAATGTCGACAATCTAATGTTTTTAGACTAAACCCATTTGGTAAATTATTATCATTTAAATTTACATCTCCATGATCAATATTTTTATTTATAACGCATATATTATTTTGTATTGATGTATTTAGTGGTTGTTTATTCCAAAATGTCATAATTATGATTATTAAACAATATTATAAAAAATATCAAACGATTTTTTATAATATGATATCAATTAAAAAGGTATAAGATTTTACCAAGTATATTTTCTATCATCCTATATAATAATAATAATGACGGCACATCCTGATCTTAACACAATCAGCAATATTTCAAAAAATATTTATCTTTCCGGCATCTTTCCCATGGAAGATGATTATAGTCAAATAAAAAATTTAAACATTAAATACATTTTGTCGTGTGTGGATAGAAAATATGTTTCTGATGTGCATGATAAAATTATGTTTGACAATCCCGATTTGACAATATTGTATATACCTTTTAATGACGACATTTATCAAAATTTGTGGAAAAAAAATAAATCTGAAATCAATATTGTTAAATATTCTACATCAATGGATGATTTTAATTTACTATTATCGCAATATAATAATTATCAAAATAAACCAATGATAGAAATAGCCTATCATTTTATTAATAATGCTGTTGTTCAGGAAAAAAATATTCTTGTACATTGCATGGCAGGGATTAGTCGGTCAGTGAGCGCATTAACATATTTTTTTATAAAAAAATATCATTTACCATATGATCATGTTATTGAAAATATAAAATCAAACCGGATAATAGCCAATCCAAATAATTCATTTAAATCACAACTTAAATATTTTTGCAAAAAAAAAGATAAATTTACAGAAAGTGATGCTGATCAAATAATAAACGCAATGAGATATAATTAAGATGTTCTTGATTTATTATTGGTTTATTATTAGTTAGTGAACAAAAATACAGTAATTATATAGAATCATTTTTTGAATATTTTTCCACCAAATATTTATTAATTATCTTAATATAATCTAGATAATACCAATGAGCGTTAGAAAAAGATGTGTTATTAATGATTGTTCTAAAAATTGTGGATGGAAAATAGTTGAATCTGATTCTGAGTATGTCAGAAGTCATAAACATCATGAATCACCTCGTTCTCATTGTAATGATGATCATGACCACTGTCACGAAGTCTTTGATCCTTGTAATAGGAACAATAACAGAAATTTCCAACGTACTTTAATTTCAGTCATTAATCCGACTAACTCAATACTTGAAATTCCTATTGAATTCACTAACACTTTTGCCGCTCGTGCTATTGGTGTTCAACAAGTTATTGGTAACACTGTAAATATTTCTGGTTGGAGCGATACTCTTCCTGATATTCTTGATGCATTCGACAATACCACTGGTATTTATACTGCTCCTGAGAATGGAGATTATGAATTCAATCTCATACTCAATTTTAAGACCTCAGTTCCTTTAACTGTTAATGATGCTGGTACTAATATACCCATTGTCGAAATTTATGATGTAGCTTCAGGTTCTACTCTTGCTGGTGGAAGTATTCTTCTCCCCACTAGTAATATTCAAATTACTATTCCTCCGATTGCTTCTGGTGAATTACCCATTGAAATCGAAGCCACCAATGTTCTTGGATCTGGTCAAGTTGTACTTACCGCCATCATTCCCCTTGTCGCTGGTCAACAAGTTCGCGTTCGCGCTAATTCAAATGGCATGGTATACAATCCCATACAAGAAATTATTGAACCCGCTTTTATTGATTTCAATCCCAATAATTCTGCCAGTAGACTTACCATTCAAAAAGTCAGAAATACTCCCATTATTAGATATATTTTAAATTAAATGATTGATCATTTATAGAAAAAATTGAAAATTAGATTACTAGACTATTCCAATGATTTTGATAATTATATTAGGTAAAATACCTAATATAACTATATATTCGCACTAATTCAATTTCAGTTTACCAATAATGTATTGTGGATCTGATGATTGGGATTGTACTATTTGCGGAAAAACCGATTGTGAACACTTGATCATTGAAGACATGACTGAATCAACAGTATCCAATACAAATATGTTACCTGAACCCGAATCTCACAAAACTATGGATGAATCTGATTTCGTTACCATCAAATCAAATGATGGTTTTGCGTTTCGTCTCGTCAAAGACAAGATTCCATCTGGATCAATGATAGATTCCATGACATCTAGTTCCTGGAATAGGTCCATTGTTGATCTTGATCTGTCAAGATCCGTTATCGAACTTTTGTACGATTTCTTTTTCCACAAGCAAAAAGATCAAATTTTCTACAAAGATGTTGGATATTGGAAAGATGTCATGTCCGAAAAAAATGCTTGTACAATTTATCCTTTAACCGAGAAAGACATAACAACCATCAGTTATGTTCAACAATTTGAAGAACCTTTTGCGTCAAATTGGTTGCCTATATTTGGCAATACCGGTGTCATACCTCGTGGTTGTAACACAATTTTGCCTAAAGTTTACGGGAAAATATATCCAACTCGAGCCTTTGTTAGAATTTTGAGTGAATATCTCAATTTTCCTCATAGATTGGAAGCTGGAAATATTGTGTCACTGGAACAAGATTATAAAGTAGTGAGGAAAATCCACCAAGCCAAAATGCACGACCATAATTAATTTTTGTATTTATAATAAATTTATTATAAATTTAAAAAGTTCGTTTGAAATATTTTAATTTTAATATAGTTTAAAATTAAGAGTCCATCAAGATGTACTTGGTGGCTCTCAGATAAGTGGACTTATCTTATGGTGTGGGTTAACTATATTTTTACAATTATAAGACATATATGATAATATTTATCATTAGTGAACACACAATTTGTCTTTCTTATTGTAAATTCAGTATAGAGGAGTTGGTAGTGTATATATCGGTATTTAGTTTTGTGAACTTTTTACAAAATTTATGTGTAGAATTTTAATTTTAAAAGTAAACGAAAATTAAATTACTGTCGTTGATATTGTCAGACAATTCAACAATTTTTTTTAATTATAGAACAAGAATTCTATAATTAATTAATAGCTGTCATTGGGAAAATTTATATATAATGGATAATATATTATGTGCAATCGTGATATAGATTGTTTGAAAAAATATATAAAATGTAAATTATTGAGAATAGAAACCGAGTTATCTAATGAAATAAGAAAAAATATGTGTTGTTTGTCAAAAAAAATACCTTGTAGATGTGATGATTATTGTACAAGCAACATTTATGTTGAACCAGGACCTCCGAGAGCTGATTTAGGTAGAAATGGTGATTTGTATATTGATTCTACAACTGATAATTTATACGTAAAAATTAATTGTCTTTGGGTATTGAGAGGAAATTTACGCGGTGATAAAGGAGATCCTGGACAAAATGGATCTGTAATATATTCATCGGCAGGTGTTCCTAATCCAAGTATTGGTAATAATGGTGATTATTATATTGATACAAATACAGGATTTATATACGTTAAAATAAATGGTATGTGGGTTTTTGAAACTGGATTAAAGGGTGATCCGGGTGTCAAAGGAAATAAAGGAGATATTGGATCACAAATATTAGTTGGACCCGGTCCGCCAGGAAATATTGGTAGAAATGGAGATATATATATTGATACTACTAATGGAAATCTTTATAGCAATGTGGAAGGTATTTGGATATTAGAAACAAGTATAAAAGGAGAAACTGGAACAAAAGGAGATAAAGGGGATATTGGAGATGATGGATTAAAAGGACAAAAGGGTGATATTGGAGATGATGGATTAAAAGGACAAAAGGGTGATATTGGACTAAAAGGAGAAACTGGTGATAATGGTAATGACGGATCAAAGGGTGATAAAGGAGACATTGGAGATAATGGATTAAAGGGAGATAAAGGTGATATTGGAGATGATGGATTAAAAGGAGATAAAGGTGACATTGGTGATAAAGGTGACATTGGAGAAACTGGATTAAAGGGTGATAAAGGAGACATTGGAGATAATGGATTGAAGGGAGATAAAGGGGATCTTGGAGATAATGGATTGAAGGGAGATAAAGGGGATTTTGGAGATAATGGATTAAAGGGTGATAAAGGAGACATTGGAGATAATGGATTAAAGGGCGACAAAGGAGATCTCGGAGATCTTGGATTAAAGGGTGAAAAAGGGGATATTGGAGATACTGGATTAAAGGGTGACAAAGGGAATATTGGAGATACTGGATTAAAGGGTGACAAAGGAGATCTCGGAGATATTGGAGATAAGGGTGAAAAAGGTGACATTGGTGATAAAGGTGAAAAAGGGGATATTGGAGATACTGGATTAAAGGGTGAAAAAGGTGACATTGGTGATAAAGGTGAAAAAGGGGATATTGGAGATACTGGATTAAAGGGTGAAAAGGGAGATCTTGGAGATACTGGATTAAAGGGTGAAAAAGGAGACATTGGAGATACTGGATTAAAGGGTGAAAAAGGAGATATTGGAGATAAGGGTGAAAAAGGAGATCTTGGAGATAAGGGTGAAAAAGGGGATATTGGAGATACTGGATTAAAGGGTGACAAAGGAGATCTTGGAGATAAGGGTGAAAAAGGGGATATTGGAGATAAGGGTGAAAAAGGGGATATTGGAGATACTGGATTAAAGGGTGACAAAGGAGATCTTGGAGATACTGGATTAAAGGGTGACAAAGGAGATATTGGAGATAAGGGTGAAAAAGGTGACATTGGTGATAAAGGTGAAAAAGGGGATATTGGAGATAAGGGTGAAAAAGGAGACATTGGTGATAAAGGTGAAAAAGGAGACATTGGAGATACTGGATTAAAGGGTGAAAAAGGAGATCTTGGAGATAAGGGTGAAAAAGGAGACATTGGAGATACTGGATTAAAGGGTGAAAAAGGAGATATTGGAGATAAGGGTGAAAAAGGAGATTTTGGAGATAAGGGTGAAAAAGGAGACATTGGAGATACTGGATTAAAGGGAGAAAAAGGAGATATTGGTGATAAGGGTGAAAAAGGTGACATTGGAGACAAGGGAGAAAAAGGTGACATTGGTGATAAGGGTGAAAAAGGTGACATTGGAGACAAGGGAGAAAAAGGAGATTTAGGAGATAAAGGAGAAAAGGGTGATTTAGGAGATAAGGGGGATAAAGGGGACATTGGAGATAAAGGTGAAAAAGGAGATCTTGGAGATAAGGGTGAAAAGGGTGAAATTGGTCCTGCTGGTCCAAGTGCCATGATTGCATATTCGACGGGTCCAACAGCAGTTGCATTAGCCACAGTATTGGCTGGTGGTATTGCATCTACTGGTGCAACATATGATTTTGGAGTTAGTAATCCATCTATTTCATTGGTTGGAATCAATTTAGATTTTACTGGTGCTATAGGAGGATTATTACCTAATATGGCTTGGAGTGTTCCAAGAGATGGTACCATAACATCTTTAGCAACGGCTTTCCAAAATTCAGTTGCTATTGCGGTTGTATTATTGGCCGATGTATTTTTGAGAACTCAATTGTATTTAGAAACAGCAGCTAGTCCTGGAGTATTTGTTCCAATAGCATCTGCTATTGTTGAAATTCAAATTCCTTCTATTGGAATAGCTATTGGTGAAACTCTAAGAGGTATAACCACAGGATTAAATGTATCTGTGGCTGCTGGAGATCGTTTAGTAATATTTGCCAATACTAGAACAACTGGAGGTATTAGTATAACAGCAGTAACTGGATTTATTAGTAGCGGTGTTGCTATTTCTTAAATAAATGAATCATAAAAATTGAAAAATATATGTTTAATACAAGATATATTAATAATATTTTAATAATATATCAAGATAAATATATATTACGTACTTTAAAAATATATATTTTAATAAGTTTCATGGAAAATCCTGATATTAATGTTAAATCATGTGGTCAAATGACTACTGACAAAATAGAAGTTAAAAATGATAAAATAAACAATGATATTGTATTGGATTCTAATGTAAAAATAGAATCGGCAAAATTTGTTGTTGTTGGAAATGTAGACGCAGGAAAATCCAGTTTTATCGGAGTAATGAAATCGGATATTTTGGATGATGGTAATGGTCTTGCTAGAAGTTATGTTGCCAAATTAAAACATGAAATTGAAACGGGTAGAACTTCAACACAAACATCACATTATATTGTACAAAATAATGAAATTACTACTCTAATTGATTTATGTGGTCATGAAAAATATCTCAAAACGACTATGTTTGGTGTAACAGGTATGTTTGCAGATTTTGGTATATTAGTTATTGGCGCTAATATGGAAATAAGAGGTATGACTCTTGAACATATTAAATTACTCAATGCAATGGGTATTCCCTATATCATTATAGTCACCAAAATTGATATTTGTCCTGAAAATGTCATGGCCAGTCTCAAAAGAAAATTAACAGATCTTTCAAAAAAATGCAAAAAACAAATTATCTATTTTCAAGAAGAACAAAAAGAAATAAATGATTCTCATAAAATCTTAATCGAAGGATTTCAATCAAAAAAAGCACCAATAATGCCTGTAATTATGATTAGTAATAAAACTGGTTTTAATATTGATTTTACCAGAAAATTTATAACTAGTATTAAATCAAGATCTTATTTGGATAGAATGGGATTAATCAAACCAATTGTAAATGAAATAACTAAAAATTATCCGCCAGTAATGTATATTGATAGTACATTTAATGTACATGGAACTGGTATTGTATTATCAGGTACTTGCAAATATGGATCATTCAAAAAAGGTCAACGTGTATATTTGGGTCCAATAAATAACACTTATATTCCAATTACCATAAAATCAATACATAATTGTATCAGTGATAATGTTGATGAGATTCATAAAAATGAATCCGGATCGATGGGTATTAGATTAGATTCAAAAGGATCATATACAAAAGAAATGTTTTCTAAAGGTCAAATTGTGACAACAGATATAGAATTTGCCAAAAAAAATACTTGTTATACATTTAATTGTGATATTTCTATTTTTAATCATCCCACAACTATTATGGATGGTTATCAAACAGTTGTACATTGTAGAACAATTAGGCAATCCGGTAGATTTAAACTTGAAGAAAACGCTATATTAAGAAGTAACTCGAGAACAAATTTAAATATTAAATTCGTTAGAAAACCAGAATTTATACTTCCGGGTACTATAATTATGATTCGTGAAGGAAATACTAAGGGCATGGGAAAAATTCGTTTCGGAATACCATATACAGATGACACTCCTGAAATTATGAAAAAAACTAAAAAAAGTGCAAGACTTTTCAATTTCACAGATAAAAGAAAGAAATAAAATATGATTAATATTATTTATAAAAAATTGATAATATTAATCATTAAAGATATTATTTATGGCATTATTAAATAAATATTTAATAAATATAATTATGTTTAATACTCATCTATAAGCTTGTAAATTATATTTATTATATGAATCACGATATAGCATCCACTATTAGAAATTATTATCCTAAATTATTTGTTAAGGAAACTATACAAAATGATTTTAAATTACCTCCTGAAAAATATGATGGTCATATAGAATATAAAAGAACTTTGGTAAATTGTGACAATATTAAAATTGAACAATATGCTACTCAAATGAAATGGAGAATTTTTCAAAGAAAAAAACTACGAGCTACTTATTTTATTGGAGTTGATGATGATGGTAGTATATATGGTCTTGATAATGATGAATTATTTGAGTCATTTAAATGTTTCATTGAAATAGCCAATCGAATCAATGCTTCTATTATAGGTGTTAATGTAATACAAATTAATGCTAAAACTATTATTAAAACAGGAGTAATGAAAAAAAAAATGGAAAATGAATATATTGATTTCGAAGACAATAATAATTATTGATATTTTTATAATATTTATGAAAATATCAATAACTAGAATATGTTACAATTAAAAATATTATCGTTACCTATATTATAAATGGATTCAACAAAACAAAATAATATATTCAAAAATTTACCTATTACGCAAGTAACTACAATTAGTCAATCTAAAATATGTTTTTGTATAGACTCATCTGGATCTACGGGAAATATTTTTGCAGCGAAATTAAGTTATATGGATGTAATTAAATCTTTCATAAAAAAAATATCTAATCAATTAACAACATCACCTCAATATATTAGTTGGGATTGTTCAGCTACTATAATAGATAGTATAGATCAACTTGAATCGCGAGGTGGTACTTGTCCATCCTGTATTTTTGAAAATGAAATTACTTTACAATCAATAAAAATGTCAGATATGGGTATTATAATTACTGATGGAAATATTGAATCATACGAAATAAATAATTTTTCCAACCATATTAATAATCAAGCATCGCACTTTAAAGCAGTTATAGGTGTTATAATTGGAAGACGAACAGGTGGTAACACTATTACAAAGCCCCATGAAATTAATATATCAGTTTTATTACCAGCAATGATATCAAATGCATGTATATTATTTTACAATTATAAAAAAATATATGTTATGTGGACATCAGGAATATTTAAAAATAAATGGAAACATATTGATGTTGATTTAACAACGTCATGGGATGATATGACAACTATTAGCGCAAATGAAATATGTCAAATAGAAATTCCTATTCCTGATCAATCATTACACAAACAAATTACTAATGAAGGTTATATCCCGCTCGGTTTAGATTTATATTTCAACCCAAAATATTTATTGATGTCAAATCCTGATCCTAATGAAATTATTGAATATCCTTTTTATCAAATTTGTCAATATTACAAGACTGGAAATAATCATTTAAAATTACTTCAATGGTTAAAACAACAAAAAGAAAAATTTATTTATGATATTGATAGTACTGAATGTATCAATATTACAATCGAAAATGCAATAAATAATCAACAATCATATTTAATAAGTCGAGATAAAATATTAGCATGTAGATATCCTTATATTATTAATACATGTACTAATATGTCATGTCAATCACTAAGTTCTATTTCAAAATTCTTTACCGGTATGATTAATATATTAGTCGAAGATTTACAAAATTTTGATTCAAATCAAAAATATACTTTGTATTATTCTTCTAAAAGCAGATACAGTAATTTTATAGATCCAAAACCCATTAATGATAATAAAATATTGTGTTTAGAAGATCAAATTATTAATTTATGTAATATTGAATGTTCATGTACATGTGAATGGTGTAAGCAAGATTCAGTTCCAGTGATTGTTATGAAAAATAACATAAATAAAGATAATATGGAATTATTTGTTAATGAATATGAAAATATTATTTTTCCATATTTTTTATGTCCAAAATGTGCAGAATGTTTGATAATTACTCTGAAAATGAAAGATAAATATAATTACAATGCATTACCCATTATTCCCATCAATCAATCAAATAGAGATCAATATTATACTTGGTTTCATAATAAAATAATATGTCTAAGTTTTTATGCAAAATATAATAAAGAATTATCAGAGTTATTACTTATTTTTTTAACATCTATACTAAAAAAATTTTTCCAAAATGAAGAAAAACAATTAATATTACAAGAATTTAGTAATTCAATTTATAAAAAAATTGATTAGTTTAAACTATATAAATAAAGATCGTTCTTATTAGAATAATTTACATGATAAGACTAAACGATAAACCTGACTTAGAAGGAAATATACACATAATCTGTAATCAACAAAAAAATAATTACGTCAGATTAGGAGGAATTCAAAATAAAAATGGTATAGATAGTTTTTGTGCATTCATGCGCAAATATGGAATATGGAGTAATTCAGAAAAAATAACAGTGACAACTAGACATTATACATATATGCCGCCATCTAAACATCATGATATTAGTTTTTTATTGACTTTTTATAATTATGCACTCAAAAGTTGGGAGGATAGAGAAAAAAGAAGATTAAATGATCAAAATAATAGTAACCAAATAGAAAATATTAATAATAATGATAATGATAAAAAAATTGATGATAATGAAATATCTCAAAATAATTATAAACATAATTCCACGGAAAATTTATACAATAGTCGTGGTGGTATTGTTGTAAACATTAAAAGTAAAGCAAATAATCCACTTGATACTAAACAAATATCTACAACACAATCAACTAATGAAAATAAGCTTAATGATACAAATATATTAAACGATAAATCAAACAATCCACAAAAATCGAATAGTGGACCTTCAGGACATGCTTTTCCTCCAGGTCACCAATTAATGAGAGGAAAATCATCAAGTTTTGGAAAAATACCATATGAGGATTCTGATAGTCTTGAAGATGTTGATGATCTTTTAGAACATGAAGACTTGACCGATGATGACAATAAAGAAAATTCCGATCCAGATGATCCAACTAGTGATGAATCAGGTGACGAATTGGATGACGACGAATTGAATGAAGTCGATAATGATTCAGACAATGAAACCAAAACATCATTTGTAGATATTAATGATGATGAATTGATTGAATTTGAAAATAAAAATAATAAGAACAAAGATAATAAATCTAATATTATTGTTGAGAATAAAAAAAATAAATCTAGTAAATCAAATAATTCTAATAAATCTAATAAAAATAATAAAATAGAAATAGAACTAGTAAGTAAAAAAAATAACTCCAAATCTAAATCTAAAAATTTATCTAATTTCAATGAATCAGAGTCAGAATCTGGATCTGAATCTGATATATCAAATGATTCTGACTCATCAAATAATTCCGATTTATCAAATGATTCTGACTTGTCTGACGTATCAGATGCATCAGATAATTTATCTGAACAATTTGAATCAGAATCGGATCCAGATTCTGATAAAAAACCAGTAAAAAAAATTAATACAAATGTCAAAAATATTGCCCAATCAAATAAATCCAACACAAAAATAAATCAAAAACAAATAAAATCAAATACTAAAAACAAACCTAATGCCAAATCTAATATCAAACCTAATGATAAATCCAATGCTAAATCCAATGCTAAATCTAATGTTAAAACTAACAAAGTAATTACTGATTATGTTCCTAAATCTCCTGTTAAAAAAGTTAGTAAGTATACTAGTAAGGCATCTGGTAAACCTAAAACAAATAGTAAATCAAATGGAAAACCAGATGCGAAAACATCTGCCAAAACAAATACCAAATCAAATGTTAAACCAAATGGCAAATCAATTAATAAACAAGAAAATAAAACTTCTAAATCAACTAATACTAAAAAAAAACCTGGAAAAAAATAATTGCATAAAAATAATTGCAAAAAAATAATGGCATGAAAATAATTGCATGAAATGCTCTAAATAAATATTGTTCATAAAAATAAACAATATTTATTTCAAAATTTAAATAAATTAATCGGATTGAATTTTGTATTTCTCAAGCATACGATAAGCATTATTACTATGTTCATATTCGAGCATAAGTTTTTCAATATCTTTACCATTATTATCAATCAAAATTTGTTTTCCACCAGGATGTCTACGTAAAAATTCAGTAATATTATATTTGGATCCTTTATAAGTTACTATGATTTGGTCCGAATTGTTAGGATTATCAAAATTTTTTGTGGTGTTTTCATTGGACATATTTATCTGTTTATAATAATAACAGATAATTTTTATAACATAAATAAATATTAACAGCAATAAATAATAATATGTCATTTACTGTTCGCTTTTTATATTAAGATGATATATATAAATATTAATTGAGTGGAATGTTCTGTCATTTTATCTCTTGCAAAATTCCTTTATCAATAACCAAATCTTTAACAAAGTATTTTTTATTAATATCTATCAATATATTACGGTTAATTTTTTTTCCGTAAATTTTAATAATATTTGGAACAAATGATCGTGGTACATATATACGAATATTTCGTTTCATATAATCTGTAGTTATTTGTTTCATAATTTTATTCATATCGGACAAGTCTTGTTTAGAAATTAAAGATTTTGTTATTGTATTTTTACATAGAGTATAAATACAATGGTCATATTCTGCCTCATTTTCAAAATCTGAATTTTGTATGTTTTCAATTGGAGTATAATTATCCAAAATTTCAAATCCGGGTAATTTATAACTGGAATGATGAGGATGTCCATGAATGGTTGGTATTATCATTGATTCGGAACTATGTGAATGACATAAATAAGCAAAAGGAGAAACTTTAATATTACCTTTTTTGAAAAATTGGTAAACAATAAATGAATAATCATTAGAATGAGCATCGATTGCTGCTTTAGCCAATGGATTTACGTTAAGTTGTTTAGTATCTAATTTATTAAAATAAATTTTGGAAGGCATAATACTAAATTTATAATCACCAACCTCATAAACTTCTAATAATGAATCTGATTTTATGTGATATCCATTTGTAGAATAATTCAAAGATCTTGTCATAGGTTTAGGAAACCATTTATCATATAGACGCTCTATATCATTAAAAAAATTTGTCATTTCTGAAAAGTCAAGTGGTATAATTTTCTTATAATCATTTCCTGGATTATATACAGGCAAAATTAAAGCATTTGAATCAGTTTGTGAATCAATATTTGCTGCATAAACTACCAATTGTGAAGGTACTACTTCAGTATCACCATCTAATTTATACGCTACATGAAAACTAGCTATTTTAGTTTCAGATACATTATTTACTTTATCAGCTACTATACACATTAGCAAAATATATAAATCTATATACAAAAATGATTGTATTTTTTCAACACAAAAATAATCATAAATGTGCAAAAAATTGCATACTTATGTTTATTCTATAAATTTAACACCAGCCGGATAATTAGCATCTTCAATATGTTCATATTCAGGATATCTGGCTTTGACCCCCAAATATTTTTCTATATATTTTTCTAATTTTCTCCAAAAATTTATTTTCTCGAGAATAACATTGACACATGGTGAAATAGGACAATAATTAATTTCATAAGGAGCAACATGATGCAAGTGATGTTCATCATGTGATTGAAAAATACCCAAATTTTGCAATAAAGTCACTATTTTTGGTCTTTCATGTTCCACTGTATGCGCATATTTGTGCACAATATCATTCATAGATATTGTTAAAAATAAAGACATCGTAAATGGATTAATACCAGTTAAATAAAATACTGGTGCCATCCAAATCAAAGTCCATTTTGCTGAAGTCCAAAATATATCTATGTCACTTGATTCTAATACATATCTTGGTTTAACATGATGTAATCGACTTCCCCAAATAAATGTTTTCCCAATTATTGGTGTAAAAGGACTAAAATAACTATCTTTAATCCAATGATATATACCCATAATAAAATCAGCTAATATGTATCCGAAAAATATTTTTAAAAACTCGATCAAATATTCAATTATCATTTCATAAATATAGTTTAGAAAAAATTTTTTCTACTGGTATATGTTTTTGTTATTACATGACACTATTCTAATGATTTATAAACCTCATCAAATAATTTGATTAAATTTCTTTGTGAAGCGATAAATACGGATGTAAATATTATTCCATAACTCGTATGACCTTTCCACGAAGAATATAATTGATTCGAATCAATTTTCAAAAAATAAAGTATTACAATAATAAACATTAATTGGATAATTATTTTCACTAAAAATGATAAATGTAATAATTCTCCAATATGATCCACAAATACATTAATACCAATACCAAGTACGAGTCCAAGAAATATATCAGCTATTATTTCGAATGTGTAACCAAAAATTGATTCTTCAAAATTTTCAGAACCTGTTGATGAATTCATTGACTGATCTGCTAGATAATTAGTTGATTGATCTGCTAGATAATTAGTTGATTGATTTGTTAAATAATTCATACAATATTATATTTAACCAACATAAAAAATGGACACTGAAAATAAAATTATGACACAAATACAATATTATGATTTTGATTTGAATAAATCAGCTGATAAAATTTGGAAAGATATTTTTTATGAATTTAAAAATCAGATTCCACAATTTCAACAAGAATTGAAAAAAATCATTCAACCATATAGCCATATTTTGAATTTAATAAAATTGATGCCTAATTTTATTCGTCGTGGAAATGCCATGTATTATGACGAAATATCTTATATTTCTGATAAAATGGAAATGGATATGCATGAAATTATATTATTACAATTAATTTATGAAACTACAAGTGCATGCACTACAGCAGTAATTGATGTTAATAATGATAAATTTTATTTAAGAACAATGGATTGGCCTTTTGATTTTCTCAAAAATGTTACCATTGGACTAAATATTATGCGCGATAATCAATTAATTGCCAAAGCCATCACTTGGCTGGGTTATGTAGGGTTATTAACAGTTACTAATATTGAACACGATTATTCGATTGCCATAAATTATCGTCGAACCATTAATTTAGATTTGTCTGCTATTGTAAAAAATGCTCATCGTACTATAAGTATGAAATGGCCAATTGGTTATTTAGTTAGATACATTATTGAAAATAATTTTACATTTTCTAAAGCCAAAACCTATTTTATTAATACTGAATTAATAAGTCCATGTTATATAACCATGTTTGACAAAAATAATTCTAGTTATATTATCACTAGAAATTGTGATAAATCAATCAATGTTAGATCTGATAATTTAATTCAAACCAACTGTGATTTTAATAAAAGCGAACCCAATATATTGTATAGTGTTGAAAGACGCGAATATATACGTAAAATTATTGAAAAAATTAAAAATACGGAAAATAAAATTTCATATCGAAAATTAATTAAAACTATTAGTAAATTTCCTATTATCAATGATGATACAATTTATATTCATTATCAATATGATAGTGAATTTGAAACAATTATTAATAATGAATCAGATAACAGCGAATAAATTTATTATTTTTATACTTGTGATTTAGTGCACCAATTAGAGTGACCAGTTGAATCATAAACACAAAAATTTCTATCTTTTTGCATAGTTGCTTTCCATGGACCAGTACCACCATTTGATCCTGCACACCATGTGGTTGTGTTATGATCATGCATACATAAATTACCATCTTGTTGTAAAATTAGTTTATAAGGTGCGGAACCTTTTTTATTTGACCCAGAACACCATATTGCTTTTGCATTTCTTGTATCATACATACATAGATTTCCATCTGGTTGTGGAACCATGTAATAGTCACCATTAACTAATCTCTCATTTTGTTGTAATGTATTATAACTATTTGAATATAATGAACTAGTTGGAGCTGGTGAAATCGGTATAAATGGTCCATATGATGGAGTTGGGGTAGGTGGAATTGGACTGGGTGGAACTGGGTAAAAACTAGATGGAGTTGGTATTACGGGTGTCAAATTGTTGGTTGTATCTATAGATTTATTAATAAATATACCAAGTACAAATATACCTATAGCTAATAGTATAGTAATAATTATAATTATAGTTACGATAACAATAGTATTCATATAATAATATTGATATTTTAACTTTAAAATTAAATTTTAGTATAAAAAAAATTTTTTGGAATATAATTATGATACAGTCAAAATATTTACCCGAGTGGTGTTCTACCCACATTTAAAATTTTTTTAACTTCTAGATTTAGAAAAGAAGATGAGTTGTGGAATTGGAGGTTTCGGAGGCTGTGGTCCTTGTGGTTTTGGTGGTGGTTTTGGAGGTATCTCTGGTTATGCCTATGGTTTTAACTATGGTACCAACTTTGGTTGTGGTCCGTGGGGCGGTTATTACCGTGGATGTAGTCCCTGTGGATGGGGTAATGGCTGGGGTGGTTGGGGAGGTGGTGGTTGTTGTTAAATAGTTAATCAATGAAAATTGATTTGCTAGATACAACTAACTAACTAACTAATTTACTCATTGACCTATTTCTAGTTAACATAGTATATATTTTTTATTGATATAATTATCAATAAAAAAATATTGATTTGTTATTTGATAATTAAAAATAATAAATAGTAATAAATTTATAAAAATGTCCATTACAGATATTCTTAATATTGATACCATCATGTGTATATTAGAATATTTGAAAGATAATGATAAAATGAATTTTATGAAAACATGTAAAGAATATTATTATTTGAGAGATTGTGTTAATTATACTGATTTGCATGAATATGATATTATCGAAAAATTACCTTTTACAAATAAATTTAAAAGACTTGTATACCGAGGAGAAATACCAAATAAAAATATATCCATTAATAAATTTGTCAAAAAATACTTTGCAGAAAATTTAGACAATCCAATTCCTAATGATGTTACTCATTTAACTTTTGGATATCAGTTTAATCAAAATGTCAAAAATTGTATTCCAAATAGTGTCACTCATTTAACTTTTGGACAAGATTTTAATCAAAATATCAAAGGTTGTATTCCAAATAGTGTCACTCATTTAGAATTTGGATGGAAGTTTAATCGAGATATTAAAGATTGTATTCCAAATAGTGTCACTCATTTAACTTTTGAATGGGATTTTAATCAAAACATTAAAGATTGTATTCCTAATAATGTTACTCATTTAACTTTTGGAATGCGCTTTAATCAAAATATCAAAGGTTGTATTCCAGCTAGTGTCACTCATTTAACTTTTGGATATGAATTTAATCAAGATATCACAGATTGTATTCCTAATAGTGTTACTCATTTAACTTTTGGATATTATTTTAATAGAGGTATCAAAAATTGTATTCCAAATAATGTCACTCATTTAGAATTTGGATGGTGGTTTAATCAAAACATTAAAGATTGTATTCCTAATAGTGTTACTTATTTAGAATTTGGAGGTTGTTTTAATCAATGCATTAAAGATTGTATTCCTAATAGTGTGACTCATTTAAAATTTGGATTTAGATTTAATAAAGATATCAAAAATTGTATTCCTAATAGTGTTACACATTTAACTTTTGGATATGATTTTAATAAAGATACTAAAAATTGTATTCCCAATAGTGTTACTCATTTAGAATTAGAACATAATCATCATAATATTAAAGAAAATATTCCTAATAGTGTGACACATTTAACTTTTGGGTGGAATTTTAATCAAAACATCAAAGATTGTATTCTAAATAATGTAACTCATTTAATATTTGGATATTCATTTAATCAAGATATCAAAAATTGTATTCCTAATAGTGTCACCTTGTCTCCAGAGGAGCAGGTTAGAGAGAAGGCGTTGCCTTCTCGATTAACTCATTTAACTTTTGGACATGATTTTAACCAAAATATCCAAGATTGCCTTCCTAATAATATTACTCATTTAAAATTTGGACATGATTTTAATCAAAATATAAAAGATAATATTCCAAATAATGTGACTCACTTAACTTTCGGATATCATTTTAACCAAAACATTAAAAATTGTATTCCCAATAGTGTCACTCATTTGACTTTTTATAATGAATATGATAAAAATATTAAATCATGGATTCCTAATAGTATAACTCATTTATTGTTTTTGAAATGATAAAAATTGATTTATTATTCGATTATTACAATAATCAAATGATAAAATTTCATTAAAAATGTCAATCACAGATGTTCTTAATATCGATATTGTTATGTATATATTAGATTTTTTAAAAGATCATGATAAAATAAATTTTATGAAAACTTGTAAAGAATATTATTATTTGAGAGATTGTGTTAATTATACTAATTTATACGAATATGACAATATTATAATGTTACCTTTTATAAATAGGTTTAAAAGACTTGTATACAGAGGAGAAATACCAAATGACAATATATCTTCTAATACAATCATCAAACAGTGTTTAATAAATAATTTGAATCAGTTAATTCCCAATAATATCACTCATTTAATTTTTAGCGATAATTTTAATCAAAATATTAAAAGATATATTCCAAATAATGTGACTCATTTAACTTTTGGATGGGAATTTAACCAAAATATAAAAAATTGTATTCCAAATAGTGTGACTCATTTGACTTTTGGATCAAAATTTAATAAAGACATAAAGAATTGTATTCCGAATAGTGTTACTCATTTAACTTTTGGAAATAATTTTAACAAAGATATTAAAGATTGTATCTCTAACTCTTTCCAAGTTTTTAAAAACTCTTCGGAAAAACAGGTCAATGATAGGGAAACGCTTTCTCGACTAACTCATTTAGAATTTGGATGGTTTTTTAATCAAAATATAAAAAATAGTATTCCTGATAGTGTTACTCATTTAACTTTTGGAAGTTGTTTTAATCAAAATATTAAAGATTGTATTCCTAATAGTGTCACTCATTTAACTTTTGGAGATTGTTTTGATCAAAATATAAAAGATTGTATTCCAAATAGTGTTACTCATTTAACTTTCGGAACTTATTTTAATCAAAATATAAACAATTGTATTTCAAATAGTGTTACTCATTTAACTTTTAGAGCTTATTATCAAGATATCAAAAATTGTATTCCAAAAAGTGTTACTCATTTAACTTTCGGAGCTTATTTTAATCAAGATATCAAAAATTGTATTCCGAATAGTGTTACTCATTTAATATTTGGATATTCGTTTAATCAAAATATCAAAAATTGTATTCGCGTGCGTATACACGCAGAGCAAATAGCGCTGCGCTGTATTCCTAATAGTGTCATCTTGTCTCCAGAGGAGCAGGTTAGAGAGAAGGCAACACCTTCTCGATTAACTCATTTAACTTTTGGACATGATTTTAACCAAAATATCAAAAATTGTATTCCTGATAGTGTCACCCATTTAATATTTGGATGTAATTTTAATCAAGATATTAAAGATTGTATACCAAATAGTATCACTCATTTGATTTTCTATAAATAATATGATAAAAATATTAAATCATGGATTCCTAACAGTGTCACTCATTTATTATTTTTGAAATGATAAAATTGATTTATTATTTGATTATTATAATAATCAAATAATGAATTTTCATTAAAAATGTCAATTACAAATATTCTTAATGTCGATATTGTTATGTATATATTGGATTTTTTAAAAGATCATGATAAAATGAATTTGATGAAAACTTGTAAAGAATATTATTGTTTGAGAGATTATGTTAATTATACTGATTTGAATGAATATGACAATATCATAATGTTACCTTTTATGAATAAATTTAAAAGACTTGTTTACAGAGGAGAAATACCAAATAAAAATGTATCCGTTAATAAATTTGTCAAAAAATATTTTGTGGAAAATTTAAACAATCCAATTCCTAACGATGTAACTCATTTAATTTTCGGACATCTATTTAATCAAAATATTAAAGATTGTATTCCTAATAGTGTTACTCATTTAACTTTTGGACATTATTTTAATCAAGATATCAAAGATTGTATTCCTAACAGTATGATTAATTTAACTTTTGGACATTATTTTAATCAAGATATCAAAGATTGTATTCCTAATAGTGTTACTCATTTAACTTTTGGACATTATTTTAATCAAGATATCAAAGATTGTATTCCTAACAGTATGATTAATTTAACTTTTGGACATTATTTTAATCAAGATATCAAAGATTGTATTCCTAACAGTATGATTAATTTAACTTTTGGATGGAATTTTAATCAAAATATCCAAGATTGTATACCAAATAGTGTCACTCATTTAACTTTTGGAAATAATTTTAATCAAAATATTCAAGATTGTATACCAAATAGTGTTACTCATTTAACTTTTGGATGTAATTTTAATCAAGATATAAAAGATTGCATTCCTAACAGTATCACTAATTTAACTTTTGGATGGAATTTCAATCAAAATATCCAAGATTGTATTCCGAATAGTGTTACTCATTTAATATTTGGATGTAATTTTAATCAAAATATCAAAGATTGTATACCAAATAGTGTTACTCATTTAATTTTTGGATATGAATTTAATCAAAATATCAATGATTGTATTCCAAATAGTGTCACTCATTTAAAATTTGGATGGTGGTTTAATCAAAACATAAAAGATTGTATTCCTAATAGTGTCACTTATTTAGAATTTGGAGGTTCTTTTAATCAAAATATAAAAGATTGTATTCCAAATAGTGTCACACATTTAACTTTTGGATATTATTTTAATCAAAATATAAAAGATTGTATTCCTAATAGTGTCACTTATTTAAAATTTGGAGATTGTTTTAATGAATGCATTATAAATTGTATTCCTAATAGTGTCGTTCGTTTAGAATTGGAATATAATTATAATAATTATAAAAATAATATTTCTAATAACGTCACTCATTTAAATTTTGGATATTCATTTAACCAAGATATTAAAGGTATTATTCCTAATAGTGTGACTCACTTAACTTTTGATGATTGTTTTAATCAAAACATTAAAGATTGTATACCAAATAATGTGACTCATTTAATATTTGGATATAATTTTAATCAAGATATTAAAGATTGTATTCCAAATAATGTTACTCATTTAACTTTTGGAAAGGAATTTAATCAAAATATCAAAGATTGTATTCCTAACAGTGTCACTCATTTAATTTTTTATAAAGAATTTAATAAAGATATTAAATTATGGATTCCTAAATCTGTCACTCATTTATTATTTTTAAATTGATAAAAATTGATTAATTATTAGATTAATACATTAATCCAATAATAAAATTTCATAAAAAAAATGTCAATGATAGATATTCTTAATGTAGATGTTATTATATGCATATTAGATCATTTGAAAGATAATGATAAAATGAATTTTATGAAAACTTGTAAAAAATATTATTGTTTGAGAGATCATGTTAATTACACCAATTTATATGAATATAATAATATCAAAAAATTACCTATTGTGAATAAATTTAAAAAACTTGTATACAGAGGTGGAATACCGAATAAAAATACATCTACAGATATAATCATAAAACAATATTTAGTAAAAGAATTGAATAAACCAATTCCTAATAATATTACTCATTTAAAATTTGGAAAAAATTTTAATCAAAATATCAAGGGATGTATTCCTAATAGTATCACACACTTAACCCTTGGACACATTTTTAATAAAAATATAAAAGATTGTATTCCTAATAGTGTAACTCATTTAACTTTTGGATATTGTTTTAATCAAGATATCAAGGAATGTATTCCAAATAGTGTCACTCATTTAACCTTTGGATGGTGTTTTAATCAAAACATTAAAGACTGTATTCCGGATAGTGTCACTCATTTAAAATTTGGATGGTGTTTTAATAAAGATATTAGAGGCTGTATTCCGGCTAGTGTCACTCAGTTAACCTTTGGAGGCTGTTTTAATCAAAATATTAAAGATTATATTCCAAATATTGTGACTCATTTAACTTTTGGAGATCATTTTGATCAAAATATCAAAGATTGTATTCCAAATAATGTAATTCATTTAACTTTTGGATATAATTTTAACCAAGATATTAAAGATTGTATTCCAAATAATGTGACTCATTTAACTTTTGGAGATAATTTTAATCAAAATATCAAAGATTGTATTCCAAATAATGTAACTCATTTAACTTTTGGATGGAGTTTCAACCGAGATGTCAAAGATTGTATTCCAAAAAGTGTGATTCATTTAACCTTTGGAGGATATTTTAATCAGAATATTAAAAATTGTATTCCAAATACTATAACACATTTAACTTTTGGATGGGATTTTAATCAAGATATCAAAGGATATATTCCCAATAGCGTAACACATTTAACTTTTGGGTGGAATTTTAATCAATCCATAAAAGAATGTATTCCTGATAGTGTAACACATTTAACTTTTAGAAAGGAATTTAATCAAAATATCAAAGATTGTATTCCAAATAGTGTCACTCATTTGACTTTTTATAAAGAGTATGACAAAAATATTAAATTATGGATTCCAAATAGTGTCACGCATTTATTATTCCAAAATTAATAAAAATTGATTTATTTTCTAATTATTGTAATAAATAAATAATAAAAATTTCATAAATAATGTCCATAACAGATATTCTTAATATCGATACTATTATGTATATATTGGATTATTTAAAAGATAATGAAAAAATGAATTTTATGAAAACTTGTAAAGAATATTATAATTTGAGAGATTGTATTAACTATGATAATATATATGAGTATAATGATGTTAAAAATTTAATTATTAGTAATAGAATTAAAAGATTTATATATAGAGAAAATGGACCAAATGAAAATATAATCAATAAAAATACAATTAACAATAATTCCATTGAAAAATATTTTGTGGCTAATTCCAATAAATCAATTCCAAATAATGTTAGTCATTTAATTATTGGACATGAATTTAATCGAAATATAAAAAATTGTATTCCAGATAGTGTCACACATTTAAAATTTGGAGATCATTTTAATCAAGACATAAAAAATTTTATACCAAATAGTGTTACATATTTAACTTTTGGATACTTTTTCAATAAAAGTATCCAAAATTGTATTCCCAATAGTGTATCACATCTAGAATTTGGATGGAGTTTTAATCAAAATATTGAGGGTTGTATTCCAAATAGTGTATCACATCTAGAATTTGGATGGAGTTTTAATCAAAATATTGAGGGCTGTATTCCAAATAGTGTTACTCACTTAGAATTGGGATATTGGTTTATTCAAGATTTAAAATATTCAATTCCGAGTAGTGTCACTCATCTTACAATTAACTCGTGTTATGGAAGTATAAAAAACATACCAAATAATATTACTCATTTAAAATTTGGGTGGTATTTCAATAAATTAATTAAAAATCATATACCAAATAGTGTTACGCATTTAACTTTTGGATATGCTTTCGATAAAAAAATCAAAAATAGTATTCCAAATAGTGTCACTCATTTGACTTTTGGAGATAAATTTAATCAAAAAATCAAAAATAGTATTCCCAATAGTGTAACTCATTTGACTTTTGGTAAGAAATTTAATCAAAATATCAAAGATTATATTCCGAATAGTGTCACTCATTTGACTTTTTATAAAGAGTATGATAAAAATATTAAATTATGGATTCCTAATAGTGTAACTCATTTATTATTTTTAAATAAAAAAATTTGATTTATTATTAGATTAATGTATTAATCTAATAATAAAATTTATAAAAATGTCCATAACAGATATTCTTAATACTGATACTATTATACATATTTTAGACTATCTAAAAGATTATGATAAAATGAATTTCATGAAAACTTGCAAAGAATATTATCATTTAAGAAATTCTGTTAATTATACCGATTTATATGAATTTAATGATATCAAGAATTTATCTTTTAATAATAAATTTAAAAGACTTATTTATCGTGGTTTTTATGTCAACGATAATATGGATTTTGGTAAATGCGAAAAAAAATTTTTTGTAAAAAATTTACGCGAACCGATTCCAAATGGTATAACTCATTTGTATTTTAAAGATAAATTTAACCAAGATATCAAAGGTTATATACCCAATAGTGTTATTTTTATTAAATTTGGATGGGATTTTTGTCAAAATATTAAAGATTGTATTCGCGTGCGTATACACGCAGAGCGAATAGCGCTGTGCTGTATTCCAAATAGTGTTAAATATTTGCTTTTTGAAGGATTTTTTAATCGTAATATCAAAGATTGTATCCCAAATGGCGTTGAATATTTAAGATTTGGATGTTATTTTAATCAAGATATTAAAGATTGTATTCCAAATAGTGTTACTCATTTAATTCTTGGATCAGATTTTGACAAAAGTATTGCAGGTTGTATTCCTGATAGTGTTACCTTGTCCCCAGTGGGCAGGTTAGAGAGAAGGTTTTACCTTCTCGACTAACTCATTTGACTTTACAAAGATATTTTTGGCATAATATTAAAGTATGGATGCCAAAAACAGTTACTCATTTGACATTAATCGGTTGTTAATAAAATATTGATTATTTATCTGATTATAATAATAATTAAATAAATACCTTAAATTATAAATGTCAATTTTAGATATTCTTAATACTGATGTAATTATGTATGTCATGGATTATCTTGGAGATTATGACAAAATGAATTTAATGAAAACTTGTAGAGAATACTATAATTTAAGAGATTGTATAAGATATACCAATTGGTATAAATATGAATGTATCAAAAATTTGCATTTTATTGATAAATTTAAAAGACTTATTCACAAGGGGTATTATCCAAGTGATAATATATTACCCAATAAATCCATCAAAGAATATACAGTTAAAAATACACTTGATATTATTCCAAATGATATAATACGTCTAAAATTTGAGTATGATTTCAATCAATCCATAAAAAATTACATACCAAATAATATTACTCATTTAACTTTTGGATATAAATTTAATAAAAGTGTTAAAAATTGTATCCCCGAAAGTGTAACTCATTTAACTTTTGGGAATAAATTTAACCAAAGTATAAAAGATTCTATTCCCAATAGTGTCACTCATTTAGTATTTGGATTTTATTTCAATCAAAAAATAAAAAATTATATTCCTGCTAGTGTTACTTATCTTAAATTTGGATATTATTTTAATCATGACATTAAAAATAATATTCCAAGTAATACTACTCACTTGACTTTGGGAAATAAATTTAATAAGTATGTCAAAAATTGTATACCAAATACAATTACTCATTTGACACTTGGATCATATTTTAATAAAAGTATGAAAAAATATATTCCTAAAAGTGTCACTCATTTAAAATTTGGAAATTGGTTTAATCAATCCATACAAAAATGTATACCAAATAATGTAACTCATTTAACTTTTGGATGTCGCTTTAATCAATCAATAAAAAAAAATAATATATCATCATTATCAGCTGGATTATTATATTTAGAATTTGGCAGAGATTTTAATCAAGATATTGAAAATTGTATTCCAGACACTGTAACTCATTTAATTTTTGGAAATCATTTTGATCGTTCAATCAAAAATTGTATTCCAAATAGTGTAAAATATTTAACTTTTGGAAATAATTTTAATCAAGATATTAAAGAATGTATACCATTTAATATAACTAATTTAATTTTTGGAAAAGAGTTTAATCAAAATATTAATGATTTTATCAGACTACCGTCGAATGTTTATCGAGATAATAATTTAATTTATCAATTAACTCACTTGACTTTTGGAGATAAGTTTAATCAAAAAATTAAAGATTGTATTCCGGACAGTGTTACTCATTTAACTTTTGGAGAAAATTTTAATCAAAGTATTAAAAATTCCATTCCACCAAGCGTTACACATTTAACTTTTGGAAATTATTTTAATAGAAATATTAAAAATTATATTCCAAATAGTGTCACTCATTTAACTTTTGGATTTGCTTTTAATCGAGATATTAAATATTGTATTCCTAATAGTGTCACACATTTAACTTTTGGTGCACGATTTAATCAAAATTTTAAAGATTGTATTCCTGATAGTGTTACTCATTTGACTTTGTTCAAAGAATATGATAAAAATATTAAATCATGGTTACCTAATAGTGTTCGGCATATAATATATATATATTAATAAAAATTGATTATATAATTACTTTTTTATTAAATCTTGTTAATGTTTTTATATTAATGAACTTATTACAAGTATTGGACGATAATTTAATTAATTATATCATCAAATTTTTGGATGATTTTTCTATTGTTATGTTTTTATCTTGCAATAAAACATTACGAAATTATATTAATCTAGATAATTGTGATTTTACTTTTAGTGGTACATATAATTATTATAAAATTTACAAATTACCATATTATCATAAATTCCTAAAAATAAATTTTTATTGTATCAATACTCCAATTCCAGATGGGGTTACTAATTTAACATTATTTAATAAACAATGTAACCACATACCAGCTAGTGTTGAAAAAATAGAATTTAGTAAAGATTATAAAAATTATAACGGTTTTAAATTACCTAGTAATTTAAAATATATTATATTTGGATATGATTTCAATCAATCAATTGTTGAATATATGCCAAATTCTGTAAAAAGAATAGTATTTAGTAATAATTTTAATCAACCAATTAATGAATGTATACCCATTAATGTCAAATATTTAAAATTTGGTGATAACTTTAATCAATCAATTGATAATTGTATACCAAATAATGTTAAATATTTAGAATTTGGTGCTTGTTTTAATAAACCAATAAATAAATGTATTCCAAATAATGTTAAGAAAATAATATTTGGAGATAATTTTAATCAAAATATTCGTGGATGTATTCCTGAAAATATTAAGGAATTAGAATTTAAAGGCGTATACAACGAATTAATCAATGGCGCAATATCAGATTGTATTATCAATACCAAAAAAAATTATTTACAAATAACAAATCTAAAAATAGATAAATTAGTTGCATGTTCAAATAATTGCATACCAAATAGTGTTACACATTTAACAATTGGTTTTTGTAATAATTTGAACATATCAGGATTAATTCCCAACAGTGTGACTCATTTAACTTTTAAATATGATACCATAATAGAAAAAAATATAATACCAAATAGTGTTACTCATTTAACTTTTGGATGGAATTTTAATAAACCAATCAAAAATTGTATTCCAAATAGTGTTACTCATTTAAAATTTGGTGAATGTTTTAATCAAGATATCAAAGATTGTATTCCTAATAGTGTTATATATTTGGAATTTGGACATGATTTTAGTCAAGATATTAAAGATTGTATTCCAAATAGTGTTACTCATTTAAAATTTGGTGATTATTTTAATCAAGACATTAAAGATTGTATTCGCACGCAAATACATGCAGAGCGAATAGTGCAACGCTGTGTTTCAAATAATATTACCTTTTCCTCGGAGGGGCAGGACAAAGAAAAGGTATTATCTTCTCAACTAACTCATTTAATTTTTGGATGGATGTTTAATCAAAATATAGAAAATTGTATTCCTGACAGCGTCACACATTTAACTTTTGGACATGAATTTAATAAACCAATTATTAAATCTATTCCAAAAAATATTAAGTATTTAAAATTTGGCAATACTTTTAATCAACCAATAAATGATGCAATTCCTGAAAATGTAACACATCTAATGTTTGGTAATTATTTCAATCAACCAATTAATAATTATATTCCTAAAAGTGTAACTTATTTAAAATTTGGTGATGCATTCAATCATCCTATTGAAGGACATATACCTAAAAACGTTAAACATCTTTTATTAGGTTGTATGTTTAAACAAAATCTAAAAAATGCTATCCCTAAAAATGTAAAATTTTTACGTTTAGAAAAAAGTTTATTTGAAAAATATAAGAAATACATAGCAAGTGATATTATAATATCATATTGTGATTAATTATCATCTTACATATATTTGTATGATTATTTAAAATTGAATTTTAAATAATTTTATAAATAATATAAACCAAATCAATATATTATACTCATAATGAAATACTTTATCACATCTGCTTTACCATACCCAAATAATGCTTCTCCTCATTTAGGAAATTTAATTGGAGCTTTATTGAGTGGTGATGTTTATGCTCGATTTAAGCGTGAACAACATCATGAAGTAATTTATCTATCTGGCACTGATGAATATGGCACAACAACAATGATTAAAGCTCGACAAGAGGGAGTTACATGCCGCGAATTATGTGATAAATATTTTGAATTACACAAAAAAGTATATGATTGGTTTAATATTCAGTTTGATATATTCGGTCGAACATCAACCGAAAAACAAACTGAAATTACACATGAAATTTTTACCGGATTATATCATAATGGATTTATTGAAGAAAAAAATAGTACACAAATGTATTGTGACACTTGTCAATTATATTTAGCAGATACTTATGTAAAAGGAACTTGTTATTATGATTATTGTCAAGGAAAAAATATTATTACAAACGGAGATCAATGTGAAATTTGTCAACATATGATTGAAGTAACTAAACTAATTAATCCATTTTGTAGTATATGTAAAACTACTCCTGTTATTCGTAATACTCAACATTTATATCTCCAATTAGACAAATTAACAAATCAGATTGAAAATTATTTAGATAAAACTAATTTCAAATCTTCAGTTAATTCTGTTGCTAAAGCATGGTTGAATACTGGATTAACATCCAGATGCATTACTAGAGATTTATCATGGGGTACACCTATCCCAAATGGAATAGATGATGTGATAGATAAATATAGTGATAAAGTATTTTATGTTTGGTTTGATGCTCCTATTGGATATTATTCTATATTAGCAAATGCTAAACCTGATTGGCGCGAATGGTTAAATTCTGATGTAAATTGGATATCAACTCAAGGAAAAGATAATATTCCTTTTCATACCATTATGTTTCCAGCATCTATTTTAGGAAGTGGTGTTAAATTACCATTAATTAATGAAATTTGCTCAACTGATTATCTGTTATATGAAGGAGAAAAATTTTCCAAGAGTAATAATTGTGGTTTATTTGGTGATCAAGTGATGAAAATTTCATCAGAATTAGATATTACAGAAGATTATTGGAGATTTTATTTAATGAAAATTAGACCAGAAACACAAGATAGTAGTTTTAATTTAAAAGATTTTGTTACCTGTATAAAATCAGATCTCGTTAACAATATTGGTAATTTGATTAATAGATATTTTTCTTTAGTTAAAAAATTAGACGTTAATGAATTCACAGTAGACATTCCAGTAGATATTATTAAATATATTACGGAATATGTTGATTTAATGAATAATTTTAAATTTAGAGAGGCGTTGAAATTATGTCTAAAAATAAGTGATTATGGTAATAAATATATTCAAACTAATAGACCATGGAAACTTTTATCTACTGATATTAAAATAGCTGAATATGTATTATCTATAGCTGGTATGATTTGTTGGATATTGCTATCATTACTTAAACCTTTTATTCCAAAAACAAGTGAAAATTATTTACAAAAATATTCCACTGATAGTGATATTTATCAATTGAATGATAAAATAAAATACACTATTATTGGGAATATTGAATTACCTTTTCACAATATAGAGTTCAGCAAAATTGATGCTCTTATTAAATCTAAATAATTATAATTATTGCGAGATTATTAAATAAATAATTATTTATTTAATAATATTACATTCAATGGCATCATTTCGAGAAATAGATTTTCATAGAGAAGCAGTTTTATCTAGTAAATTACCTTATCCATATTATTATCCTTATATAAGTGCTGTACCAAATTTAACAGGAATAAGTCATCCTGATGATGGTGTAAATTATAATTATGAAGCAAGTGCTTGTTATAATCAAGAAACAGGTGAATGTGCTAATCCATGTCATGATCAATCTAATAATTTATTTCATTCCGATTATTTAGATTTACAAAAATATCACTATTATAATTATGATATAAACACACAAGATCCATGTAGCGTGTTAAATTTAAAAACTACTATTTTAACATCACAAATATTGGATCCTATAATAGAATCAAATAAAATAGTTACAGAATTAGATAAAAATCCAAAACCAACCAATTTACTCGAACATTATATTGATTCTAATTTAATTGATTCGTGGGGAATTAAAATTATTAAGGATACTATTTACGTGTGTACAAATGGAGGTATACAATTATATAATTTATTAGGCAAATCTCATACTAAAACAATTGGTGTTTTTGGTCCAATTGGTAATGCAGCTACAGTTACAGGAATTGCACATAATGATAATTCACAATATTTTTTAATATACAGTGGAGCACAATCAGCTGCAAGTATATTTGTAGTAGTTACTCGTGATGGAACAATAAATGCATATAATCCAATGATAAGCGAAAATAATACTATTTTAGTTATTGATAATTCTTTAGAAAATTGTGTATATACTGGTGTGGCTATATATCAATCTTTAATATATGTAGCTGATTTTTATAATCAGCGAATTGAAGTTTATGATAGATTTTTTGAACCGGTTCCATTACCTTTTGTTGATGAATCTCTTGACCAAATACCTCTAGATTTTGCACCATATAATATTGCAGCAATTGGCGATTTAATATATGTTACTTATGCTAGACAAAATCCTATCGATAATCAATACGAATTAAGTGATTATGGATATGGTTATATTAATATTTTTACACCAGACGGACGTTTTGTGAAAAGATTTGCTAGCAAATGTACATTAAATTCTCCATGGGGAATAATTGAGGCTCCATCGAGATACGGATTCCCAGCAGGTTCAATACTAGTATCAAATTATGGAAACGGATTAATCAATGTTTTTGCATCATGTGGAAAATATATTGGTAATCTTAAAACTGGATCAGGAATAGAAATATATATTAATGGAATACGCGGAATGACTTTTTCAAGCAATGTACCAAAATCAATATACTGGACATCAACTAATATTAATTCAATGCAACAAAACATAAGTCATATAGGTGTTGTCAATATTACTAATTAATAATATAGCTTATAATTTGGTTGGAATTTTCTAGCATTTATAATAATTTTATATTCGCTAATTGTATATGTCTTATAACGTTTTGTCAAGAAATTACATTAATACACAATACCTGCGTCCTGCTAATTGGGCAGGACCATGTGAACGTGATAGACCTGCGCCATTACTTTGTGCAGATTCTGTTCCTTTTGTTCCTTGTGTACCTCAGTGTCCTCCGCCTTGTCCTCCACCTTGTCCTCCGCCTTGTGATCCCTGTGAATGTAATATATGTATAAATCCTTGTCCTGGTCAATGTGGTCCATGTGCTCCTCAATGCGCTCCTCAATGCGCTCCTCAATGTGGTCCTTGTGCTCCTCCATGTGCACCTCCTTGTATTATACCATGCAGTAATCCTTGTTGCAGACCTTGTAAAAAATCGTGTAATCCGTGTGATAAACCTTGTTGTAGAAAAAAAAGATGTTGTAAAAAGAAAAAATGTTGTAAAAAATTATGCAAACCTTGTTGTAAACCTTGTTGCAAACCTTGTCCTCCTCCGTGTCCCCCACCGTGTCCTCCTCCGTGTGATCCTTGTCCCCCAGTTTGTCCAGTTCAAGCGCCACTTGATCCTTGTTTCCATCCTTGGGTAAGATATTGGCCATGGGGAACAAGATCCTGGTCTGGTAATTTTAATAATGAATCATAATAAATTTTTAAAAATATATTTAAATATAAATATTTATTCGAATATTTATATTTGATCAACTCGGTACATAATATTTATTTTTTTGATTTATCTTGTTTATCATTTTTATATTGTTTATCAGATTTATCACATTTTTGGCAACCAGGATAAAATGGAATAGGAAATCCTTCAAATGGAGTAAAGGATTGATTAAATTGAGGACCAAAAGGTTGAATAAAGTTAGGACCAAAAGGTTGGATAAAGTTTGGTCCAAATGATTGATTAAATTGTGGATTAAATTGTGGACTGAATTGTGGATTGAATTGTGCTGGATTATTTTTTAGAATATTTTTATGAATTTTCCGATGCCAGTTTGGAATACCATTCACAAAGTCGTTATCACAATAAAAATTGGGTTCAAAAATATTTTCAGGATAATATTTTGAATGATATTTACTACCACATTTATTACATTTTGATTTACGATTTGATTTTTTATCGGATTTTTTATCGGATTTTTTATCTGATTTTTTATCTGATTTATCGGATTTATTAGATTTGCTACCTCGAGTATTTTTTCTACTCGTAAAACCAGGATTAAAATTTTGAATATTTTCAAAATTTTTGTGAATGTCTTTCATAATATTTGCATGTATTGTTTCATCGAATGGTTCTTCATCCGAAGATTCATCATAAGAATCTTTTCGATGTCTACGACATTTTCCATAATATACAGGATCTTTATCATTTTCTTTTTTATATCCATTGTGGGTAGTATATGTATGTTGTTCAAAGTAATCATCGTCTTTATTTTTTGAATGTTTATTAGACATAACGCGTATATATATATTTATTAATATTTAAAAAAACATAATGTATGGAATTATCTATACTGACAATTGACAAGAGATGTTTTATATATAATAAATATATGTATATATAAAATACAATAAGGTTAATATTTAATCAAAAAAATGGTTAATAAGTTGGTATTCGATTTTAAACATAATCTGGTTAAGTTTTTGTTTAATCCATATTATAAAATAATTCCTCACGCAATATATATAATTATGACTTTTTTTGGAAATGATGTTGCTATTACTAATCATATTGTTAACATGAATAATTGTTGTAACCCGAGAGCAAATATTATAAATCAAGGTATTTATAATAGTAATGTTTATAGAAATTGTACATCTAATGTACTTCTTGATAATGATGCTTTGGTTGGATATCGAGTATCATCACATCCGGTGGGTACTGGACAATTTGTGCCTACAATACCTCCCGCTGTATCCGCATTTGCTCCAGATTTGGGTTATGCAGTTGCTGCAAATATAGGTTTTAATGGAAGTTTAGCAACCAGACCATATATACATACTGGATCCACATTTGCTAAACCTGCCGCATTGATAGCGGATAGAGCTTTCAATGGAAATTGTGGACTAAGAGCTAGATATCAGGCCCATGATTTACGTGCTTTCCGTGCTGCTAGCGGAACTCCTGGATTAGTTGCTGGCCATTTTATCAATAATGGTGTAGTTAATAATTATTGTTCTGACATATGTGCCGGATCTTATTATGGGGGACCATATTATCCTCTTTCTGAACGTGCACCTGGAATTTATAATCATGGCATTCCTTACATTTGTTATTAGTAATATATATTACAAGTATTAAATTTAAATATAAATATCATATTATGATGTTTATATTTAATAAAAATTTTTAATGAAGTTCTCTGGAAATCTTTTTAACAAATCTTTTGCAATTATCACAATCACAAATTTTTTCGATACCATCATTACAAACAGGTTTGTAGCAAGGTTTACAGAAAGGATTATCACAAAGATCATATTTTTGTTCTTTCTTTTCTTTCTTGGGGTGTTTATCATGTTTTTTATATTTTTTATTTTTACAAGGAATCGGTCCACATCCCCAATTATTTCCACAAGGTCCACAGGGTGCACAAGGGGCACAAGGAGCGATACATGGAGGAGTGGGAGGACACGGAGGAGTAGGAGGACAAGGAGGCCTAATAGATATACAAGGGGCACAGGGAGCACATGGAGGAGGACAAGGGGGAGCACATGGACCACAACCACCGCCACCTATCCAACCATCATTGCAAGGACCACAACCGCCACCATAAAATCCACCATTGTTACAACCATATCCATTATTAAAATAATTATTATTAAAATTATTATTGAATTCTTCATTATGTGCTTTAGCAAAAGTTTCTACATAATGAAGTTCTTTTTTCATGAGTTTAGCATCATTGACGCGACCATAGTTTGATCCACAAGATGAACCACCCGATCCAAAAGCACCACAATCATTAAAAAATCCGGCTCTATCGTAAGGCATTTATACATTTTATTGTTAAAATTTTTTAAACAATGAGGAGGAAGTTTACTCAGTGTAATTATGAATATTTTTTAATTTTTGATAATATTAATAATTAATTCTTATATACAGAGTTTATTATCAAATAATTCGAATTTATAAAAAATGTATATATAATAATATATTACCATATTCTATCTTGCATCAAGCAAAAAAATATACATAATGTTTATATATAATGTCAAATTATAGTTTTCAAATATACTTAAATGACGTAGTTAAAACTGATTCACATGGAAGATCTAATATTACGTTTAATCAAGATAATATATTGATACCATCACCACCTCCTGGTATACCCAATAAATTAAAAGATCTTGTACAATCAGTTGGTCCAGGTAGTGTTTCTTTTACTTATTATATTGCTGCAACCGGATCAGTCGCGAGTCATGATTGTTTTTGTACATATACAATGATGGTTGATATTAATATGATCAACACTCAAAATCAAAATAAAACAACAACTGGAGCTATTGGTATTTGGTCTACGAGTCATGATCCTGATAATGGCGGAAGTGTTAATTCTGGATGGCAACGAATTGCATCAGGTGTTGAAGATTTAATAACAGGATTGTCATCACATGAAAAATCATCAGGTAGTGGGTGTTGGTGTGCTTTTGAACATTATGGTGGATGGAATAATGTACGATTATCTGTCAGAATTGATGCTTCAGTAAATTTATTAAATTATTGTACATCTAACGGAACTAATAACATACATGGTGATATGTGTTATAACTATATTAGTGATTATATCACAAAAAATGGAGCAAATCAACAAATCACTACTTATATGCAAAATTATTGTTCCAAAAAATATCCAAATGATGGATTAAGTATTTTTAATCAACCTATATCAATTGATAAAAAAGATTATAATATTTGCGCATGTAATATGCCTGACCAATACTATCAAGAATTTGAACAAAGCATAAAAAATCAATTTCCAAGTTTAGATTTAGGTTCAATTAGACCAAATTGTTTATTACCGGCTTGTGTTACAAGTGCTTTTAAAAATAATGAATTAAATAATTGTCCAATACCTCAATGCTTATCAATAGTAGATATCAATAACAGTAACATTGCCGGACCAACAACAATTAATCAATCACAAGACTGTAAACAATATGGTATCACACCAAATTCACCTCCGAATCCGAATCCAAATCCGAATCCAAATCCAAATCCAAATCCTAATCCGAATCCTAGCCCTAATCCTGGACCAAGCCCAGTTAATAAAAGTTTTATCGATAAATATAAATGGTATATATTGGGCATAATTATTGTACTAATAATTATAGCTATGATAATAGTAATTATAGAATTACTTCAATCTAAAAAATAAACAACAAATAATCATTCAATTAGTTGATACTATAGAATTTTACAAGTATAAAATATTTAGAATATAGTGGGATTTAAAACTCGATTAATTTTCTATTTTTTATTAATTATATTTATGTAATGATGAACAATAATCAATTTGGTTTCAATGGTCCTAGGTCTGGTTGTAATACTGGTAATTGTGGTCCTTGTGTTGGGGGTCCGGCTTCTGTTTTACCACCTCCTCCAACTCCTTTTATGCCTTTAAATGATCCTTGTCCTCTAAGATCTTATTGTGATCCTGCATATAAAAATGCATCCGGGATACAACCATTAGTCAATCCTTTTGGTCCCAGAAGAGCTGTCACAACTTGGAAAATAAATTATCTTATCTCAAATAGAGTCAATCATGCTTCACATACTGATCCTGATTTAGTTAATCCTTGGGGAATTGTTATATTCAATAATCAACTTTGGATTGTAAATAGTGGTACAGATACTGTTACAAATTATGATTTATTTGGTAACAAATTACTTGGATCTATTTCGGTAAGAAGTGCTGCACAAAATTCTTCTCATCCTACCGGAATTGCTATCAATTGTGGTAGTGGATTTACTACCACAAATACTTTTGTGACAAAATCTGGTCTGTTACTTATCTGTTCTGAACATGGTACAGTTCATTCATATAATCCTCAAGTAGATCCTTTAGTAGCTTTTGTTGTACTCAATCAACAATTAACTGGACAAATTGGTGTTCATAGAGGTTTGGCTCTTGCAAATAATGTTTTATATTGTGGTGATTTTTATCAAAATGAAATAGATGTGTATGATTCAAATTATAATAGGTTATATGGATTCCATTTTATTGATGGAGATAGTAGTGATCCGATACCTATTGATTATGCTCCATCCAATATAGTTAATATTGGATGTTTATTATATATAGTGTATGCCAAAAAAGATCCTAATGTACCTTTACAAGCAATTGATGGTGCTGGACATGGATATATATCTGTATTCAATTTAGATGGATCATTCGTAAGAAGATTTACTAGCAGAGGTGTGTTAAATAATCCTTGGGGTATGATTCCTGCTCCCTGTGAATGTGGTTTCCCTCCCGGTTCTTTCCTTGTTTGTAATCGTGGTGATGGTAGAATTAATGTATTTGATTGCAATGGAAGATATGTTGGTCCAATGCTCAATCAATCTGGTTTACCTATTGTTATTGATGGTATTAGAGGTTTAGCACCTCATTATATTGATTTTAACGAAATATATTTTACTAGTGCTGACGATGAGAACACCGATGGATTAGCTGGAAGTATAGTCAAAGATCAAGTTATTTATTTTTAATATATTTACGTTATTTTGTTTATTAAATAATATTATTTGGTTATTCATAAATAATATTATTTAATTAGTTACATGATTGATAAATAATTCGGCATTTGAGATAATTTGTGGTTTATGTTTTTGTTTATTCCAATGAGATTGATATATTTTACCTCGACCTTTTAATTTGTTATAATTTCGTCTAATAAAATTATAGTATAACACATCCCATGTTATGTCCCAATTTTTATCTTTTTTTATATTTGACATCTTGGTAATATAATTACTTGAAGATATGTATGGTTTGGACATTGTTAAACCTCCATCAGCATATAATCCCATTGAATAAACATTATTAATCATTACCCAATCATAACTATCTAAACTAAATTCCATAAACCACTTATACACATCATTTGGATCTATGCCACATAAATTCATAAAATTACACATTACCATTAACCTTAAAATATGATGTAAATAACCATACTGAAATGCTATTTTAATAGACATATCCACTGGTTCTACACCAGTATTACCAATATACCAACGATCATTTAATTTACGATTATTTACAAAATAATTTTTCATCATATCATTACGAGCATATTTATACAATAATCTCGAATATTCTCGCCAAATTAATTGTCTAATATAAGCTTCTGTATCAAATAGTATATTATTACCATTTTTTTTGGAATTTTTCAAAATTGTTTTAATAACCCAACTAGGAGTTATTAATCCAATATTTTGTTGGCTGGATATTACAGAATGAAACATGAATGTTTCATTAAAATCAATAGCATCTTGATATTCGCCAAAATATTTTAGTTTATATTTTATGAAATTTATAAAATTTTTTTTACTATCAGAATGAGTCACCGGATACAGATAAATATTTTCTGGGACATAATTATCTGGATAATAATTTTCAAATGTTGTTTCACAATAATCAATTGCTTCCGTATAAAAATCATTATCATATGTTTTTGATATGTTTTTTATTTTGTTATCCATTAAAAATTTATTAAAATTTTTACCAGGCAAAGGTTTTCGATTATATTTATCATAAGAATATTTTCCTCCTATTGGTTTGGATTTTTCCATTAAAACATTAAACTTTTTGCGATACCATATGTACAAATTTCGCTGAGAAAATCTTTGATTATTATTTGTGGTATTAATATATGATTCTAAATCATTAGATGTTAACAGAAATGCAGGTGTATCAAAAAATAGTATTTTCTGACCATATTTTTTTGAAAAAATATTAATACGTGATTCTAATAATTCATCTACTGGATCAACAATATAAAGTGTATTATTTGTTCCAAATTCTCGCTTAATAAATTGATACAAATTATTTGGATTTTTATTCCAATTAATATAATTGACTTGTAAACCAATATCAATTAAATAACTTTCGTAATATTTCATACAAGCTCGTTGGTAAATTAGTTTTAGCATATTAAATTTTAATACACGCTCTTGATCATTAAAATAAATAGAATCTTCAACAATAATAAATTCGTCTATTTCTCCTAAATCATATGGTAAATAATCTATTTCAAATAATTGATTTGGGAATATGATAGCTATATTTTTCATGATTATTAATATATATATTTATATATATTAATAAGTTTAATCGCCACATATTTGATCTAAATCTATGACCAAATCATCGAGTTTAATCATTAAATCAGACAATGTGGATTTAATATGATTAATTTCTCGAATTATCCGTTTTTTCTCTTTGATATTATCTATTGGAGATAATTTAGATACATCAATACATTTATAATTTTTATTATTATTATTGTCTAAATTTGATTTATAAGATATCAAATTATTTGGATATTTTGATAATGTATTTATTCCAAAAAAATTAAAATTATTAGTGGTTATGTTATAAATATTTTCAAAATTATGATAATCTATGCTTAAACTCATAAAACTATCATATACACTTTTAATATCTGATTTAGAATCCGTTTTTGCAAACAAGAAATAATCAGTATTCGATCTCATATTTTGAATAAAATTTTTTAATATTTGTGTTGTTATTATTAAAGTGGTGTTAGGTAGTAATTTTCTATTCATAAAAAAATCACATAAATTTGAACCATATGATTTTACATAATCATCAATGATTAAAATTTTTTGAACTAATGGATTGTCTTGACAATACTTAATAATATGATTCAAATATCTTGGTGTATGAATAGCATCCTTATATAGTTCCATATTATAATTAGAAGAAGAAACTATTAATATTTCAAATTCAATATCAAAATTTTTAACCAATATATCATTTATTAAACCATTCACTACATCAGTTTTACCCATTCCTCGTCTTCCAACTATAGCAATGATATTATTTATTATATTATGGGTTAGTGGCTTAATCGATATTTTTTCTAATTGATACTCTTCAACACAAGTTCTCATCCCTCCCGGAATGAGAAAATGTTGCACACAATTTTTTTCCATTTCTATATTTTGTTATTATAATATTTATAATTTTTCGACGCAATAAAAAATTGAAATATTATAATCATGAAATGTATTCATAATATTTACCATTAATTCAAGTAATGATAAAATTAACATTTTATCACAGTTTAGATAATTATGACGATGATTACTATTATGATAATGATGGATTTGTAAATGAATCGTCAAATTATCCACCAGATATTGAAATTGAAATAAAAAATAAAAATAATACATTAATATTATATTTTAATCAAACCAATACCAGTTCTATTACATGGTATCATTTACTATTGGCTATAACAGAAAATAAAAATTATAGTTTACAAATAACTAATAATAATAATCATATTGTCATTAAAGTTACTAACGGATCAACTGAATTTGGATTGATATCTGGTACTAATTTAATAATTACATCTATTGAAAATTACTCTGCATATGGTATTATTGAAAAAATTTACCAAAAATCCATTTGTTATGAAAAGAAATGTGGAAAAAAATTTGAAATTTCAAAATATTGATATAACCATCATTTGGTATGAATTTATGCTGTTGTTGCAAATATATTATCTATAATAGATCATGAATCAGAATTATATATTATCCATATATCCAGTTAATAAAATTGATACAATGTCATTTCATCCGATGAAAATGACAGAACACATTGATAGTAAAAATTATGAAAATTATGAAAAATATGAAAAATATGAAAATTGTGATTTCGATGACCTCGATGACCTCGATGATTTTTCCACCATCGAAAATTTTATTCTTTGGCAAGATAAAATATTTATGCGTAAAATATTTTATCTTGCATCCAATTCAAATAAAAATTGAAATATATATTTTAATTTTTATTTAAAAGTGTATCAATTCATATATAAATATAAATATGAATAAATATGAACAAGTATTAGAATATACCATTGACAATGATTACGAAGGAGCAGAATCTGTCTATAAATATTTAAAACACAAACGAGAATTATCAATAACATGTCAATCCAATTATATAGACATAATTACCAATAAAACCAATAAATTTTTTTTTAAATTATACATGCATGATGGTACAGATTGGGAGTTTTATGATTATGGATATTTACAAAATAATTATTTTTATGCATTAGCTTCTAAAATATTATTGTTTAATATTCAGAATCTAGAATTTAAATTATCTAGAAGACAAGATAGTGTTAATCATATTATCATTGAAGACAATAATATATCTTATTTATTATATAATCCCAATTATAAAATTATTGATGAATTATTTAAATACATACAAACTAAAATGATTTAATCATAAAATTAGTGTTCAATTGATTGGTTATTAAATTTATTATTTAATGCATCAATATCATTTTTATATATTTTATTTAATGATATAAGTGTATCAATATAATTTTCTAAGTGACATACATATTTATGCAATTTTTGCCTCAAATTGCATTCATTATAATATTTCAATTCCAATAATTTATATTGTAATATTTGTTTTTCATCCATATATTTTAATTATCATTACATTATATTTATAATATAATGATAACTTTTTATAAAGCAAGATATTATACATATATATAATTGTGGTTATGTCTAATCTAGTTGCAACTAAATTAATGTATAATGCTTATATAGATTTTTTACATAATAAAAAAATTTTAATGAATCATATTTCATTGATAGAATACTTATATAATAAACCGTTAGCGAATATAAAAACAATATCTGACTTGTGTCAATATTTTGAAAAAGAATCTTTTGTGAAAGATGAATTGAGATTAGTGTATTTAAGTGATGATAATAAAAATATATTTAACATCATGTTCATAATGGAAATGGTTAGTAAAAGATTTAGATATTATTATAACGCAGGAATTAGATTAAAAAAAAATTATCGTTCACAATATCTTTTGATACATAAAAAAAACAATAGTGAAAAAATTATAAAAAATATATTGGAAGATTTATCTGATAAATATAATTTTTCGTATATTTATAAATGGACTTTTATGACAAAAGGATCGCACAATCGTTCTAATACTTTACCCACAATAAATTTTATAAATAATCTTGTTTATGATTATTTTTGTGTATTTTATCATAATGGTAAAATGATTGTATTTGTCATTGATATATATGATAAAAAAAATGATTCTAATACACACACTAATCAAATATTTAAACAATATATACTTCATCAAATGAATATACATTTGTTAAGAATTAATACAAACCGCAAAATTAAAAATCAAATTTTAATTTTTATGAAAAAAATAAAAAAAACTACAAAATATATTTGTCATGGATTTATTAAACCAATACCTGAATTAATTGAAATTAATTTAATAAAAAAATTATATCAAGATTTCTCCAGTGATTATGCAAATAATCATATTATTTACAATAAATTATACTTGCACGAAAATTACTCCAAAAATAATTACAATATTAATGCTGATGATATTATATTAATAAATTCTCAAAATAATAATATAAATCTCGGTCCTCCACGAGATAAAAGTTTAAAAATCAGCAAAAATATTTTTGAAAATATTATAAAAAATATTGCGCACGATAAACCAAAAAAAACAAATAGTCACGAAGCAATTGATATTATTAACAATTTCAATAAAAATTGAATATCAATACATATATATATTCATTTATACATAAATATACATAACATCTAGATGTTATTTGAAATCATTAGTGACCAAAATACATTTATAACAAATGTATCACATATATTACAACATTTATCTGGTAGTACAAGTATTATTCCAATAAAATGTAATTATCATGATCTCAAGCAATTATCTTCGAACAAGTGGATTTATAAATCCAATGATCACAATAATAATAAATCTGCCAAGATAATGGATGTACTAAATGTCAAAACACATATATATTTGAAAAATATTGGTGTGGATTATATTAATCAAGGCCATTACATTATTAAATGGATATGTTCTAGAGGATTATTGGATATACTTAAATTTATGATTGATAGTGGTTTTAATGTTTTATGTAAACAATCAGGAGCATTAAGATATTCTGCAAAATATGGACATTATGAATTATTAAAATATTTATTAAACACTAAATCTAATATTGATGATAAAAATAATTATGCTTTGTATTACGCTTCAATATTAGGATATTATAATATTGTTAAATTATTGATGTACGAATATGTGTCTATATACGAACCAAATGAAGATATGGATAATATATTTTCTCATGCTATTATATTAGCGACAGATGGTGGACATTTACCTATTATAAAATTATTATTAAAATATGGAGGTAAATATAATTATCAAAATTTTTTAGCTTTGAGAAGAGCATGCCGTCATGGGCATGATGATATTGTTAAATATATTCTTGATATTTCTAACAAAAAAGATAATTACGAATCGGCAAAATGTGCAACTATTTATGGTCATTTGAGTACAATAAAAATATTGGAACTTTATGGAACTAATTTAAGAGATAGAGATGATGAATTATTGACAATTGCTTCTGAAAAAGGACACTATTCAATAGTCAAATTTTTGGTTTCCAAAGGATGTAATGTTAATGCTCATGATAATTGGTCCATTAGATATGCTGCTGTTAGTGGTCATATTAAAATTGTTCGTTATTTGATAAAAAATGGATCTGACATTTCAGCTTTGAATTATCAATCCATAAAATGGGCTTCATATAATGGTCATTATCAAGTTGTTGCTAATTTATTACAATCTGTATCAATAAATAGCATTAGTAAAACAGATTTATATGAGGCTATTGATTGGGCTTTACAACATGGTCATCATAATATCATGCATCTATTATTAGAAAAAGTTGAATAATCAACTCATTAGTCAGCTCATGAATTTTGACTAAATATTAGAAAATGCATGAAGACGAAAACTTGGGTGAGATAATGAGAACAACAAATAAAATTCCAAAGCATAATATTGACAACATTTTTCAATATTATGCTAAAAAAATAGTTATTGATTTGATTTTTCAAAAAATACATGATGATCAAGTATGTTGTTTTGGAGGATTTATTCGAGATATGATTGCCGGTTATGATTTTAATGAAATTAAAGATATTGATGTACGATGTCGATCACAATATCATGCTGATATTTTTATTAGAACACTAAAAATTTATTTTATATTGGGAACAGTTAAGGAAACCAAAAATAAATTTACTATTAATATTAGTGTTGATAGTGGCAACGCATATTTTATGGAATATGTAATGAATAATAGATTCACGATGGAACTGATTACAGAAGTTTTTTACAGCGATGTAAAAAACACAATGAAAAATCTTAGCGAAAATTTAAATTTAATCAATATTGATATGGATATATATTGTGAAAAAACTACTTATTGGAGTGATGATTATCACAATATGAATTGCGATCTAGATGTAAATACTCTTCGTTCTAATTGTTTGTTGCAAGATATGGATATTTCTGATTTACGCACGTTTAATCCAAATTGTGATATCAATGTTGCATACAATAATGCTAAACGACGAGAGTTTATTGTGCTATCTAAACTTGGACGTCCTATAATAGATCATTCTGATATTGATTATTATATGAGAGCATTTACGGACGATCCTTGTATTGATTATCGAAGTAAATATGGTAAAAAAATTTTGAAAACAATTATGAAAATGCAACAAAGGGGATGGAAATGTTTAAATAAACCATGTAATAACGAGAATTGTGTATTGTCCATATTGCGAAAACCAAATTAATCATTTTATTAATTTTAATAAAATGATTAATATGATGGATAACCAAATTATATACATAACTGTATGTATATTTTATGCCTTCAATAAATGCAAAAAAATATTATTATTATTATATATAACATGGACAAAAGTGTACCATCGCAAGTTGCTTGGGCCAGATTATTATTGCAAGAAATTGTACATGACAATGGAGAAACAGAATATGAAAATTCTAGTGGTCCTGTTTGGTGGGGACCGCATGATGATAAATCTACTTATTTGAGTATTACGGATTGTAGTGGATTTATGAATGCTTTATTAAAACGTAGTTATAGTATACCTAATTCAGATTTTTCAGATTGGTTTGGTAGTAAAAGACCTTTGGCATCAACTTATTATAAATCAATTGATAAACAAAATGGTTTTCGCAGAATATCTAACGTTAATAATATTAAAGTTGGTGATATTATAGCCATTAAATTTCCTCCAGGAACTAGTCGATCTGATGATACAGGTCATGTTATGTTAATTAATGCTGAACCTGAAAAAATAACAAATAATCTCGAAAGTGAATCTAATTATAATCCAAGAAAACCCCCAATTAGAAATGTGTCAAGAAATAATATTTCTGTTAATGAATGGCGCGTGAATATTATTGATCAAACAGCAAGCCCACATGGTAAATATGATACCAGATATGTTAATTCTGATGAACAAGTGAGTGGCTTGGGATCTGGATATATTAAATTATATACTGATAATAATGGAAAAATTTTGGGATATAGTTGGAGTTTAAATAAAAAATCTAAATTTATCGATAGATCTGTGCATCCTATATTGATAGGAAGATTAGATATATAAATAATATACATATGTATATATATTATTATTATTATCCATGTTAGAAAAATATTCTAATATTTTTAAGGATTATGATAAGAATCGTCACTATCACATAAATACGTATTTTGATATTCCAGGATTAAATAATGCTACACCTATTATGTATTTATTATACAATAAAAATAAATTAGATAAAAATATTATTTGTGACTATATCGTAAATAATCTTGATGAAATTAATCAAACTAATGGAATTGGATTTTCGCCGTTAATGTTCGAACTTGACCAACAGACTCGTTCATATAGTGAATATAAATTCGATATTGATTTAATTGAATGTTTGTTAAAAAATGGTGCAGATACTAATATTATTACTGGGTATTCGGTATCTGCTCTTAATTTATGTTTTTGGAATGCTGGTATTCCGAGAATAGAAAAATTACAAATTTTTAAATTATTGTTAAATTATGGAGCAAATGTTAATATATCGGCTGGAAATAAACAAACTTTGTTACACAATGCAGTTCGTGTTAATGAATATGAAATGGTAAAATTATTATTAGAATATGGAGCTGATATCAATGCGCGCGATAATGATGGATCCACACCTATTATGTGTTTAAATGATTGTCATCATGATTATGATATTGGTCGTGTTGAATATTATAAAAATAAAGAACTTATCACTAATTTATTACTAAAATATAATCCTAATATCGCAATTGAGAATAAAAAAGGATTGAATGTTTTATACAAAGATCATTATTTAAAAATAATACATCAATATTCAAGTGATTTAGAAAAATACAAGTTATATATGAAAATATTAAAAAAAAAAATAATTAATAAATCTTCCATAATTCTTTTTCAACCAGATAGTATGAGATCACATATATTATCCATTAAATGGCACAATTATGATTATCTATGGACCTGTGATAATTATCCAGAAATAATAGATTATTTTAATATAATTGATGAACAAGATTTAAAATTCAAAATAAATGACGCTTTAAAATATATTTAAAGTATTAATCAAAATATATTTTAATTAGAATAAATTAGATCATTGTATTCATTTATAAACACATCAATTTTTTCCGATAATAATTTATTTTCTTCCACAAAATTAAATTGTTCTAATTGATTTTTATAATTTTCATAATCAGATAATACTTCTAATACTTTTTCTACAAGTTTATCATATTTTTCATAAATAATTAATTCATTTATTTTGATATTAGGATCTCGTTGTGATTCTTCACTAATAACAACTATCTTTTTAAATAAAACAGGATAGCATCTTATAGTTTCTAATATATCTGATTCAGAAATATAGTGTAAATTTAAAACTATTTTACATTTACATATATATTTATCTCTATCTAATCCATAACTTTGAATATAATTTACACAAATACCACTTTTTTCCATATCTTCAATAATTTTATAACGATAATCAGAATATGCACCAATTACAGCAACATCGCAATCAGGTGTCCATGGAATACTGTATATTGGTTCAGTAGGATTATATATATATGGGAAATGATAACATTTTGTTTCTGGACTATTTTTTCTAATAATATCCATATTAATTTCACTGTAATCAATGACAGGACAATTAGCACCCAATACAAAATTAATCGATGGTCGTCTATAGGACAACGTTAATAATTGTTCGGTGTTCAAAATAATTTCTTGTATGTTTAAAGAATCTGGAAATTTGATAACATAATCTTTTACATATATTACGACACAATTACTAATATTATTATCATGAATATAATCTTCAACTTCTTGCCGATTTGTCCAGACATGAAATTTTACGGTGATATTTTTTGTACCAAAATACCAAATAATATTTTGAATATATTCGTTTATGATTCTGGCAACTGTTCGATATGAAAAAATTATTATCATTATATATTTACTACAATGATAAATATATTTTAATATCTTAACGTGTCAAATATTATTGGTTTATGAAAAAATTGAAAAAGTTAATTTATATTACTAATGGGTATATTTAATAGTATTATTATTAAATATGCAACATCAATTATTACCTAATTTTAAACCACTCATTTATGTTAATAATGATATTAATCATTATGATTCAATGTTAAGTATTATTTTCAAGTGTAATAATTTGGAAGTGGCTGAAAAAATATTGGTTGAAAAAAAAATCGATTTGGAAAAAAATGCCGATATTTTATGTGATTGCGTAAAAAATGGAACTTTGGAAATGTTTATTTTGTTAATAAAATATGGAGCTAAAATTACTTCCAAGTCACAACGTGCTGATTTATCAAATAAAAAATACCCAATTATCTGGACAATATGTAACATTGGACGTCTAGATATTATGATGCATATTTTTAAACAAAAATATGATAAAAAATTTAATGATGGTATTAATAGTCAAGAATTATTTGATTTTGATACAGAAATGGATGATAAAATATATGATGAACTAAAAAATGAATACGATAATGATTTTAAAGAAGAATTTACAGAGGGATTTATTGAAGCTTGTTATCAAGGACATTTATCAATTGTAGAATTATTTTTGAGTTATGGATTTGATATCAATACAACAAATGGTTTAGCCTTGGCTAAAGCGATTAATAATAATAAATTTGACATAATATTACTATTAATGACTAACGGTATTAATCTATCTAATGTTAAATCATACAAACCTGTTTCAAATATGACAAAATCGCGATATATTATTTATCAAATGCTATTAGATGGTGGGTTGGATCCAATTGTATTATTAGATTTATTATCCAAGAATGAATAAAATCAAGTATGAACGAATATAAAAAATATCTAAGTGATAATACTATAAATATTATTATGGATAATTGTAAAATATTATGTATTAATCTCGCGAGACGCCATGATAGACGTGAAAGTATTATTAAAAAATTAGCTGATCATGATATTCATAATTGTGAATTTATCGAAGCCATTGATGGTAGTCAAATTAAATCAAATGATAAGCGCTTAAACTTGTTTAAACATAGTGTTAGTGGATTATTAAGACGTGGAGTTACTGGATGTGCAATGAGTCATTATAATGTTTGGAAACGTATTGCCTTAGACACCAATAATTGTCAATATTTAGTATTAGAAGATGATGTAATATTTGGACCTGATTTTAAAAAAGGATTAGAAAAAATACTTTTAGCTAGTCCCAATCATGGGATTGTTTTAATTGGCATGACTTTAGAATCTAATCAACGTATTCTTAATAGTGATATTTATGAAAAAGATAAAAGTTATACAGTACATAATTTAAATAGAGATTTATATTGTGGTGGAGCATTTGGTTATATTATTTCTCAACCAGTTGCCGAACAATTAGTAAATTATGTAGAACAAAATGGTATTCGTATGGTTATTGATTATCTTATGTTTAGATCTGGAGTACCAATGTATGAAAGTCATCCTCATCTGGTATTTACTGACGCTGTTCAACATTCAACACATCATGTAGATAGTGATATCCAACATGATTATGAAAAAATTACTTATACAAAATTATCAAATAATTACTTATTTGATGATTATGTATTTTACCCTAATTTAGATTCTCCGCGAGGAGATATTAAAGAAGTATGTGCCGATATATTAATGCTTAAACGTATTGCTGATGAAACTGTTGATTGTATTGCATTTAATACTTGGGGATGGTTAAAACATACTGTTGTGAATAGAGAAAATTATATTGATTTACCCAATAAATATTACGAAAATGATGGTATGTATATCAAAAAAACACACATACAAAGAAGTTTGTCTGAAAAAATTAATTATTTGCGTGAAATAAATCGACCTGTTAAAATATTTATTAATGATAATGCAAAACAATATGCCCAACATATTGTAAATACTATCATAAATAATTTTAAGTGTATTGAAATTGTAACTAACATCACAGCTGATATTATAATTGATCATATTACCGATTCCAATCCAAGATATAATAACTATAGTATCAATGTTTTGATTTCAGGAGAACCATATAACAGTAGACATAAATATGATATAGCCATCGATACTAAATATAATTCAAATGCTCATCTGGTAATTCATTATCCATTTTTATTTTCTAGTTTACGTGAACATCGAAAATCAATAAATTGCTGTGATTATTCCACATCCAAGTCTAAATTTTGTGCATATATGTATCACATGATACATAGTCATAGAATAGCATATTTTAATTTAGTTTCTAGTTACAAACAAGTTGATGCTCTCGGACGTTGTTGCAATAATGTCGATATTACAAACACTAGATATGAATTTACCTCGGATCAAACTTATAATGATATTTCTATCCAATATTACACTGAATATAAATTTGTATTAGCAATCGAAAATCAGATGATACCAGGTTATTCAACCGAAAAACTGATTAATCCAATGATTGCTAATAGTATACCAATTTATTGGGGCGATAACGAAATTTTTAAGTACGTTAATAAAAATAGAGTAATATACATTCCAGATTTTAGTAATAATCATGATTTATTAAACCATATTAAATATTTAGATGAAAATCCTGATGCCTATGAAAAAGTAATTTCTGAAAAGATTTTTGTCAATGATTCAATAAATGTTGATTTTATGGAAAAACAGTTGAGTGAAAAAATTAAAAATATATTTTCAGAATGAATAATAATGAAACAAATCAAATTAATTAATATAAATATGATAACATTATATTAATTAATTATGTCAAATAATGTTTTAATACAGGATTCTAATTTATCAACCAATATTGATTCATATGACATTACGACAATTATTGCAAATAAAGATACTGATAATTTTTCTAAAAATTTACATACATTTGATAAATTTATGTTATCCAGGGTATTTTATTATATTCGAAGTTATGAATCATATGAACTTGTTAATATTATTTATAATCAATTATTAAATGGTAACATAAAACCGTGTGATACAATTGTTTATGGCGCAGTTCAGGTAGAAAATATGAATCTATTAAATTTATTGGTTGATTTGGGTGTTGATTTAAATACTCCAACTGGTAGAACATGTGAAGCATTGTGCAGTGCTTGTATTGTAGGAAATTATAATATTGTTGAATTTTTAATAAATTATGGTTTGGATATTAATCATAATAATGGAGAACCTTTTCAATTAGCTGCAGAATTTAATCATGTTAATGTGTGTAAATTATTATTAGATTATGGAGCAGTTATAAATTTAAATTCTCCAGAAACACAAAAAAATTTTACTTGGGTCATTAAAAAAAATTATTTTGAAATAGTTCAAATATATATTGATTTGGGTATTGATTTAAATTTTTTAAATGATAATGACATAAGTGATAAATGTGAATACAAAAAAATAATTGATTTTTTATTATCTAAGAATATAAATCCAGTTAATATATTACAAATAATTAGATAATAATTGATAATTAAAATACAAATTTATGTCAGATTTTAGAATATCAGTTGATTTATTACAAAAAACAATAACTAACAAAGATACTGCAGCTTTTATTGAAATTTTGGAAAAATGTGGGAAAGATGATTATTGGTCAATTACGAATTTTTGTAGATTATATGATACTGATCAATCGATGATTAATATATTAATTAATCAAGTAGAATCCGGATTAATACCTATTTCGGATTATTTAACATTAGCTGCATGTAACGTTGATAATGTTAAATTAATGGATTTACTTATTAATTCAGGAGCGAACATTAATATGGATAATTCAGGAAATAATCCAGGTATAGTGTTAATGCAAGCTTGTGCTCATGGTAATACAAAACTTGTAGAATATTTATTACAAAAAGGAATGAATCCGAATTGTAATGACAGGATTTTTATAAGAGCATGTCTTAATCAGAATTTAAATATATGTAAATTATTATTAGATAATGGATTTATCATAAATTATGACAATAATAAAATAATGCGTAATATTATTAAATTAATTAGAAAAAAAAGTATTGATACCATTAAATTATTGATAGATCATGGATTTGATTTTGCGCTATTGAACAAATATTGTGAATCTGAAAATACTGATAAAAAACAACAAACCGTCCAAATGCTTTTAGATTGTGGTATTGAAGCAAAAAATTTACCAATATTTTTTTAATGGATCAAAAAAATTGATGATCAACATAATATTTAAAAATTAAATATTATGTTTATGTTACAAACATATGAATTCTGTAAATCAATATAATTTACCACAATGGCAAACTATTTTAGATAATAATGATTTTGATTTATTTCGTTTAATTTTATCTGAATCTGTAAAAAATCAAATTGTGTGTGTTGATATTTTATATATGTTAATAAGATGCAATAAATTAAATTTTATAGACATATTCTATCGAGAATGTATGCAAAATAATGATGCAAATTCAGATTATGTAATATCACGTTTAGCTCGGGATAATTATTATGAAATATTACGATATATGATTGATCTTGGTGCAGATCCAAATACCAAGACAAATCCAGGGAAAGCTCTTGTTGAGGCTTGTGCACATGGTAATACACAAATTATAGAATTATTATTACAATATGGTATAACTATTGAATATAATCATGAAAGTATATTTCGTCATGTTTATATGCGGAATGATATCATTATTGTAAACTTATTGTTGAATAAATTTGATCTTAAATTATTGCAAAAAGAATTTTATAATGCATGTAGATGTGCTAGTATTGAAGTAATAAAATTATTCCAAAATCATGGAGTTGAAATTAATTGTCATCCGATAAAAATATTTGATTCCGTTATTTATAACAAAGACGCAAAAGTTTTAGAATTTTTATTGAATAATGGATTAGAATTAAATTATGAAGACGATGATATAATGTCAATAATACGGTATATTATTTTAGATGGTAGGGTATCATTTATTAAAATATTAATAAATCATGGTTTTGATTTATCATATCTAAATAGGTATGCAGAAAAAAAATATCCTAGCAGTTTATGTCGTGATGAAATGACCAATATATTAATCAATCACGGTGTTGATGCTATTAATATATTAAGATTAATGAACTAATCAATATTATTTACTATTATTTTTAACTATGATATTGATTTAATATCACAGTTAAAATTATTTACAATAATTGAATATCCAAACCACAATAAATTATATTTTGATGTGTAGTATTACAAATCATAGACATTTTTTTACCTCCAATGCGTATTATCCTAGAACCACAATAACAATACATTTTACGTCTAATTCCAATATTGGTTTTTATAAATTCTTCTGATGGGTGATGGTATCTATCCTGTTTTTTATTAAGATAATCATTTTTAGTTATTATTTTATGTAACCATACTCTATTACTACTCGACATTGTTATTGGATCATAAAGATCTTAGTTCAAATAAACATATATTTTTGGAATTGTTAAATATTATATTTTTCAATTTTTTTCATGAACGATATCTTTTTCGTTTATATTTTGCTAAATTTTTAATTTGGTAATATAAAAATTATATTTATTAACATGATATAAAAATTAATAAAAAAAAATTGAAAAAAATAATTGCTGAGTTACTTAAATCATAGTATTACTTATTAATTTAAATCATGAAAAACTCGCAACTACTTTTGGCTATTTTTGCACTGCTAGCTCTAACTAGCACTGTATTTGGTTCCAATTCCGTTCGCGATGTTTGTGTACTCGGTGGTGGTGCAGCTGGTGCATCAACTGCCGCTTTTCTCAAAGACAACGGATATGATGTCGTTGTATTAGAGCGTCAATCTACTCTTGGTGGTCATTGTAATACATATTACTTTACTCCACCTCAATGTGAAAGTGTTGATTGGTTGGATTATGGCGTACAACTCATTATTAATACCACTCAACTCACTAGTCAAGGAATTGGTAATTGGGTTCTTAATACTCAAGAATTTGTAGAAAGATTTGCTGGTCCTGAATCTACTATGCCTCTTATATCTCCTGAACTATTAGCATATGTTAATATGGAAACTGGTGAACTTGCTATTCCTAATGTCAATCAGACTGCACTACAAATAGCACTCCAAACTTATTATGGAGTTCTATACACCTATCCTTGGGTCAATGATGGACTTTATACTGGTAAAGTTCCTGTTGAACTACTTGCTCCTTTTGGAGATTTTGCCAGTCAACTTGGTCTTGAACCTCTTGCTGAAATTCTCAGAGCATTTGGTTATAATTCAGGTGTTGCTTTTGGAAATTATACTAATATCCCTACTGTTTACATGCTTAATGCTGCCTCAGCGACTAATCTCCAAGTATATTTTGGAGGTGAAACCGGTTGTTTCCGTGTAAGAAACGGTTGTAATGCGGTTTATCAAGGAATTCATGATTATCTTGGAACGGAAAACGTTGTAACTGGTGCTCAAATTACTAGTGTTGTTAGACCCAGATTTGGATTCAAACCAGTGGAAGTTCGTGGCTATACTACAAACAATGGTCAACAAGAAACTTTCCTTCATAAATGTAAGAAAGTTGTTGTAGCATTCCCTCCGATTCTAGATAATATCGAGTTTATGGATCTTGGTTTAGTTGAAAGTGCTGTATTTGATCATGTTAAATACAATTATTATTACGCAGGAATTGCTAATGTTAGTGGTGCTTTTGATCAAAAATCATTTCAAGTAATGAATGCTGATCCTGCCAGTAAATTTAATGTTCCTTTTGGTGATAGTGCTATTTCAGTAGGTCGTTATATTGAATATGGTCCGGCACAAGTACAAGCCCTTGCTACTAGCCAACGTTCAGTGAGTGAAATGCGTAATGTAATCCAACAAGATTTTGATAACATTCCTGATTACATTCTGAATAATGTAACTCTTGGTACTACTTTCCAACATGGTGGTTATAGTCCGTATTTCGCCACTGAATCTCTACTATGGCCTGTTTCTCCTTATTTCTTCCTAGATATTCTCCAAGGAACTCGTGATACTTACTGGCACAGTGCTCTCAATAGATATTCTGCCAACAGTGCTCATGTTTGGGATGGTAGTAGAAGACTAGTAGATAAGTATTTCCCCGATAAAAATAATTAAATTTTTTTAATTAATATTCATAATTATAAATATTGATTAAAATAAAATTGAACAAAATATATTCATTAAAATACTTAATATGTTTAATATTAATTAAAATGTTTGTTACTAATGATTTTATAGAAAAATTGGACAAAAAAAATTTTTTCGAAAAATATAATATCAATAAAACACAATTTATTAAATTATCAGAATTTAATATGACTAAATTAATATTTTATGCTGAAATTGCTAGACATAATGAAATGATTATACCAAAATTATACTATCATTTATCTAAACATCATAGTGAAAAATATGTTAATATATCTAATAAAAAAGGATGGACAGTAATAATGAGTGTATGTTGTATTCGTAATGCAAAATTGTCTTATATGATATGCAATCAATTAATTAAATATGGCGCTAATATTAATGCAAAGACTGATGATAATAATGCGACTGTTGTCGGATTACTATTTTGCGGTGCAAGATATAATAATAAATTAATAAAATTATTCGCACATCATGGATTTAATTTCAATAAATGTTATCGAGTTGATGAATCTATTATTGTTTCATGCGCAAAATTGTTGAATTCTAGTCCAAATGAAGATTTAGATCTAGTATTTGATGATATTATTACAACAATATTGTTATGTGATATTAATATATTTGAAAATAATAATAGAGATGTATTATTCTTAAAAAATGTACCCGCTAAATATCTAAAAAAATATTTAGATATGATTTACGATGTACGTCATCATAAACAATGTATGCGCAAAATATTGATTGATATTAAATCTAAAGCAATAAATCAAATATATCATCCCAATAATATTCGAGCACAAATTTTAGCTTTAAAAAATAATTTGGGTAATTATGATAATGATTATAGTGAAATAATTACATTGGAAAATTTATTGCTTTTTGAATATTTGAATATTAATAATATATTGGATCTTGTACCAAAAATACAAGATATTTGTCAATATTGGGATTAAGATAAAAAATTGATTATATATGTGTATAGTCAATTTATTGTTTTATTTTTCATTAAACAGATACAATGGTTAGCAATGATAAATTGGATGATAATATGGTTACACATAGCAGTAATTTATTATATTATATTACCAATGATGTTTATACTTTCCAAAGATTTGATGCGATGATAGAGAGAATGAAAAATTATCCTGACGAACTTTATGAAATTAATTCAGCTGGAGAAACTATATTAATTATTGCAATTAAATTGAAAAAAAAATTAGCATTAATATTGTTATCCAAAATTACAGAAGAATTTGATATTGATGCACAAGATAATAATGGTTGGACAGCATTAATGTGGGCATGTCGTTATGCGAATCAATCTTATAGTTTCGATTTAATTGATATGTTGTTGGATAAAGGTGTGGATATTGATTTAATAAATCATCAAGGAATAACAGCAATGGATATTTTGGCTAAATATCATGGAAATACTAAAAATCTGAATATTATAAAAATTGCTAAAATGATGATATCATATGGTGCTGAATAATTCAAAATTATTGTATTAAATTTTTGTTTAATTATTTGATAAATAATTAAACAAAAATAATTATATCAATATCATAATATAGATGGAATATACCAATTCTGAAACAACAAATATGAATAATTTTTCCGATGGTATTGAAATCAGAAAAAAAATAATTATTGATTGGATTAGACATGCAGAATCTTGTGCTAATTTAGATAGTAATAATTATCACGATAAAAATATTTATCCTAATCGTGCGATTGGATACGATTTAATCACTCCATCAGATACTAATGTTATTGAACCAACTACAAAAAAATTTGGTGATAAATTGAGAATTTTCACTACCAAAATTAAAGCTGTCGCAAAATATCATCCAAATTTATCATTTATAGGCACACAACAAGCAGTTTTATTGGGATCAACATTGGTTAATAATCATATTACTTATGATGCAGTTTTTGTTTCACCAACAATAAGAGCAATTATGACAGCCATGATGGTTTTTAGAGGTTTTCCAATAATAATATACGTTGTACCATATATTAGCGAAGGATTAAATTTAGCCAAAAATCATGACAATCAAAATACAGCATTAAAATCAGATTTATTAAAACGTCAAGTGTTATTCATTAAAGATTGGTTGGAAAATAATTGGATTAGTAATTTCGATGACATATATGTTATGAATATTTTGGTTGATTTGCATAAATCAATGTCAGAATTAATACATAATGAAGCAGCAAATGAAATTATTAAAATAATTGATGAAATCATACAATGTCGTCCGAGTTTGCAAAAAAGTGGTGTACCTATAGATTCTTATGGTGATGTTTGTGATACTATCGATAAAATAAAAAATATACTATCCATTTTGCAACAAAATTTTATTAATATAAATGATAACAATGAATTTATTGATCCTAATATTGAAAACATATATCTATCCCTCAATCAAATATTAGATCCTAAATTTTTAAGAGGACCTCCAATAAATTTTGATATTATTCAATATTTTGAAAAAAAGGAAGAACAAATTATTCTAAATGATCATAATTATTATATTCATCAAAATCTGCGAAAACCAGATTTATCTAAATTTTATAGCATTATTTTACCCACCATATTTAAAATGAATATTTTGGATGATAAAAATAAATTTATACATATTGCGTGTGTATCACATGGTGGTGCTATGAAAAAATATTTTTCAAATAAATATTCATCAAAATCAGCACCACGTGAATTATTAAATACACAAATATTTAGAGAAATATTAAATTCGGAAAATAATATACTTGAACCTTATTCTATTGATTATACATACTATGTACCAGTCAAAATTAGAACTATGTATGCTAATTTTGAACGGCTTAATATTGATATATGTCGATTAGAAAGTCTTAAGGGTATTATTAATTATCCTATATATAATCAAACATGGAATTCAAAAATTAAACCTATTATTTCTTCCAAAGAAAGTGCAGCTACTAATTATGCATTGTCTGATGTCAAATTTTATTTTCATAATACAGAAAAATATCATAATATTACAGATAGACAACTTCACGGAGGAAAAAATTCATATCAATACAAATATCATAAATATAAAACAAAATATTATCAATTATTGAACCAAGAATGAAGCCAATAATTAAATCCAATAATTAAATCCAATAATCAAACTAATAATAATATAAAAACATAAAAAATTGAAAAAATAAATGCCTGATATAAACATAATATTCAATTATTATAACATCAAATAAAAACAAACAAAATATGGCCAAATCATCCATTGTCGTAGTAGCTATCATGCTACTTCTTGGTATGTTTTCCACATCCAATGCCATGGATGGACATACTGTTGAATATCCAGAACTGATAAATGCAGAGGCATTTTATCCTAATGGTAGTTTTGCCATGATCAGTCTTAATTCTACTATTTTGGAAAATAATTACAAGTATAATTATTGTCCAGGAGTCGATATGGATGCTCTCAGAGAACTTCGACTTGAAGTTCTTGAAAAATGGGTATCTCGTACTAATCAAGATTTTGATCATATTCTAGATATTTATCGTACTTATGGTACTACTGATACTCTGGCAAATGGTACAATTAGTCCTTATATTCATCTATTTATTGCTGATGGTATTGGTACTTATTCTGGACGTGAAGTAGCGGCTGAATATGCTCTTCTAGCGGTAGATCCTAGTGGAGTTCATCTATTCAGTCAACTTGATGCATCTTCTGTACAATGGAATAATGACAATATTTCTGCTGTTTATAATATTATCACCAATTATACATTTTATAATGGTGCTTTCAGTCTTGATGGTTTTATTAATACTCAATACATTAGATACGAGCCTTGTACCGCCAATGTATGGATTGATTATTCTCGCCAAGATCCGCTTGTTTCCCGATTCCTAGCTGCATCCACTGGAGCTCAAGCCAGTCCCCAAGAAATTTGTACCGTGATTATGGATTCTTGCACTGGTTCTAACCAAGTATATGATACTTTCCAAGATTGTGTGAATTATATGTCTGGAGTAGCAGCTAATTCAGAACCGTGTCCTGGTAAGTATATTGGTAATACTACCACTTGTCATAAATTCCATGCTAATTCGGCGATTTATCTACCCGAAGTTCATTGTCCTCATGTTAGACCTTATACTTCTACTGTGTGTCGCGATTTCTGCGTAACTCGTGGATGTGGTAATTGTGATCCTAATGCTGAATGTGTTTTTAATACTCCGTTTGGTAAACTAGTTCCTACCTATGAATGTAGATGTCGCGATGGTTATGTTGGCGATGGTAAGACTTGCACTCGTATTCCTTGCCAAGGTGATTGGAATTGTCCCAGTGATTACAGTTATACTAAATGTAACGGCACTTGTGGTTGTAGAACTAGTGGAGGTTTTCTTTGGAATTCAACTCAAGATGCTATTAATCAAAATAAAGCATGTGGATGTGGTGAAAATGAATTTATTAACTGGTTTAATGGTTCACCTGAATGTGTTCCCATTGGACGTTGTCGTGAAGTTTGGCAATGTCCTCAAGCAGCTACTCAATATAATAGCATAACTTGTAGCCAATATGGTACTAATGTACTCATTCCTTACAAAACTTGTCTATGCAATTATGGATATGCCAATCTTGGTTTTGCTCGTAATTGTGAATGTCCCGCTCCTGGACGCGAAGTTTGGTCTACCACTAAGCAAGGTACTCTTTGCTTAACTCCATCAGAATGTACTGACAATTATCATTGTAGTTCTGGTTCATGTGCTATTCCTCCTGGACAATGGCTTGGTGTTTGTGTACCTGCTGCATAATTTGTTTTAATTATCTTATTCTTAATTATTTTTATTATTTAATTTACTAAAATTAAATAATAAATATTTATTCGAAATTCTTGGGAAAATTACTCAATTCGCTACATTGACTCAATGTTAGTGGATAAAATATCTTATCCAATTCTATTGATTTTTTTGTTTTAACAACTCGGTTAAGTTCGGATAAATCTGAGATAGTCGAATAAGAAGTATGAGTAATCACAAAATCAAATTCTTGTGTTAATATTTCAATATATGTGCAAGAATGAGCTGATCCAGTGTAAGTAATAGCATTGGTTATGTAATCTTTATCTAAAAATCTTCTCAAAAAATAGATATCCATAAATCTAGAAAATATGACTATGAACATGGTATATAATCGTTCAATCATATTATTTAAATTGGTTAATATATTTCTAATTTCACTTCTAGTTATTCCATAACTGGATCCAAATTCACCCGAGTTTAATTTATTAATATTTGCATCCACAAAATTAGATATTTGATTTATATTATTTGTAATATTATCACATTCTTTTATTAATTGAGTCATATCTTCACGTACAATAAAAAATTGCTTGTTTAAATTTTTTTTTACGTTATCATTTTTATACGAATGATACATTTTATTTAATAAATATAATATTTCCTCGTTCCATACTTTATTTAATTTTTTTGGTTTAATAATTTTTGTTTTTGTTGTAGTTAATGGTTTGCCTGATATTAATGTTGTTATATTTTCACGGATAAATTGACAAAATATTTTAAAATCTTGTATATTAAGAGTAACACGATCCAAATTTTCTGTATTAATATATTGATTGGTCCACATGGATGATATCGGACCAATTATTCCGGAAAACAAATTGATTAAATTTCCTTTGTTTGAATTTTTAAAATAATCACGAATATCCATATAATGTAATCTAATGTTTGTAAAATATTTTGACAATGATACTTTATTTTTTTGATCGTCAAATTCAAATATTTTTCTGAATAATTTCCAGACTTCAACAATATATATTTCTGTTAAATTACTTATCGCTGGATAATCATAACCTCGACTAATATTTTGTATTTCTGTTGGTCTTATTTCAAGAAAAAAATCATAAATTTTTTTTGTTTTTGAAAGTTTTTGAAAATTTTCTGAAAAATATTTTTGAATTGAATCTGAATAAACATTATCACATTCTGTTTGAATATGTAATGGATGATGTTGATCCATAAATAAATATATTATTTTTTTTATTCCATTCATAGATCCTTTTAATCGAATGACATTAATTGGTCCATTTATATATTTTTTATTTTGATCAAATATTTCCATATAATTATATGAAAATATAAGATAATAAGTTTAATAATTACCACACATCATTTGATAATCTCGAACACATTTCCAGACTGACCAAATTTCCATAATGGTTTGAGCCAAATTAATATAACCAATTACATCTCCAAAAAAAGTTATTTCTGAATTATGATCCCATCCAATCGCATTAATACCAGAGATATTTGATGTAATGTCCGGAACATTTGGATCCATTGCATTATTTCCAGTTACTGAAAACATATAATCAAAAAAAGAAACATTTTCATCTGGTGTATTAAATGATGGAATATTTGTGTATCCTTCCCAATATCCATAACTGGTTTTAGTATATGGATCATAAGTATACTTTACTGTATTTTTTCTTGTTGCAAATCCAATCAGTTTATTTTCAAATAAAATATCCACACGAGATTCTTCAGCATAAATTTTAGATTCAGTAATACAATCCATATTAATCATTTTTAAAGAAAAATATGGTTTGATATCTTCTTGAACTTCAAAGAATTGGAGCGGAGCTTCCAATTTTTCCCCAGATAATTGTCTAATAAATTTAACAACAGATCCACAAATTTTTTTTGGAGATTTGGGTAATTTAGAATTTTTGGGAGATTTAGGTGATCTTGGTGTTTTGGGTGATCTTGATGTTTTGGGTTCTACATTATTATCGGATAATTTAAAGAAATTAGGGATTTTGAATCCAATACCTGAACCAGATTTAGAACTAGATCTGGAACTAGATTTTGATGATGTTGTACTCGATGTAGACATTCCTGACATATTTATAATAAATATATTAGATTAGATTATTATCAGCATTTGATTATAAATAATCTTAAAGTCGTTACTTTGATATTATTTTTTCAATTTTTATTTGTATAAAATTGTATAAAAAATTGATTTAATTAAATATTAATAATATTTTTTGTTTAGTTTGATTGATTAATATGGAACGTGGTGTAGACGTTGTTATTGTTACTAAGGCTAAACAAGTGGATTTTTATTTTGATAATAAAACTCGAGTCCATGAATTAAAACAAAAAATTATGTCATTGTCATGGATTTATCCACATGAACAAAAACTAGGTGTTGTGTCAGATAATAGACCTCCATTTATCATATCACCATATTTTAGTAATATAACTATTGAAGAGGCTGGTATTAGACGTGGTGATAGAATTTATGTTGTTCGTAGATGATTATGCTATTTGATTTAAATTAAAACGAATAGCATAAGTTTCATTAAGATGCAAAATTATCGACCAAAAAATATATTACACCACCAACATAGCCTATTGTCATACCTATGATGGATCCAATAAATTTAAAATTATCAGCATTTATTGTATTTTCCAAGTTTATTATCCTAGAATGTATTGCAAGATATATTTTTGCCATAATCAATCCAATAACAAATCCTAAAATAGTCAACAAACTAATAACTATTTCATAATACATGTAAGGATTCATTGATATTAATCTATTTGTTTGATGTCAACATTGATATGAGATTATTTTAGTTTAAAAATTTCAATTTTTAATAAACACTAAAAATTGAAATTTTTAATAATTAGATATTGATATACCAAATGCATTAATTATCATTATAATGCAAAATATAACAAATATTGCCAGCGATTGTATTCGTGAATGTTGTTTAGAATGTTTTTTAGAATATTTTCCTGAATTGAGAGATCAAATTAATGATTATGTTGTTACTAAAAGTGTAAATTATGATTATCAATTTAATAAAATTTCCCATTTGGCACAAATTACTAAAATTGATCGTAATGATGTTGTTGAAATATTATTTAATAAATTACAATCCAAAGATTTGATAGAATCGGCTGAAATTATAAAAAATAAAAATAATATATTTATTGCATTCAATATTAATAAAATATTTGTTTCCAAAAAAATTAATCAATTGTATTCATTAATAAATTCTGTCGATGAAATTCCTGCACCAATTATTCCTGATTTACCAAATAAAGTATTAATTGATTTTTCTTCACCAAATATTGCCAAAGAAATGCATATTGGACATTTGCGTTCTACCATTATTGGAGAATCTTTATGTAGATTATATGAATATTGTGGAAGTAAAGTTCATCGAGTCAATCATATTGGTGATTGGGGAACACAATTTGGTATGTTAATTGCTTATATACGTAAATTTGATGTAACATCACGTGATCTTACAAATATATTAGAAGTATATCGGTCTGCCAGGAAATTATTTGAATCAGACACAGAATTTCAAAAACAAAGTTTGATAGAAACTGTTCGACTTCAAAATGGTTTTGAAGATAATCTGGCCATTTGGAAAGAAATAAGAGAAATTTCTCTTATTTCATTTAACAATATATATCATGAACTTGGAACACATGCAGAAATTATTGGTGAATCTTTTTATCAAAGTCGCATGATTGATTTAATTAATGATTTGGAGAATAATATTAAAAATGAAAACGGTATGAAAGTAATTTTTATTGATGAGTTTGAAATTCCATTAATATTAGTTAAATCTGATGGAGGATTTACATATGATACCTCTGATTTAGCAGCCATTAAATATAGATTTATGGAACAAAAAGTAGATCGTGTAATTTATGTTGTGGATTCAGGTCAAAGTCAACATTTTCAAATGATTTTTAAATTGGCGAATCAATTATCATGGTGTAAAAATGAACAATGTTATCATATTGGTTTTGGTGTTATATTAGGTAATAATGGTAAACGCTTAAAAACTAGGTCGGGCGAGACTGTTTTATTGCGTGATGTTTTACAACAAGTTCAGGATCGTGCTATTTTAGTAACAAAATCATTAAGACAAAATGATACATTAGAACATGATATTTCTAAAATATCAAAAATAATAGCTAATAATTGCATCAAATATTCAGATTTAAACAATCCACGTGAAAATAATTATCGATTTGATGTAGACAAAATGACTAATACTAAGGGAAATACAGCAGTTTATTTAATGTATACATTAGCAAGATGTCATGGTATTTTGCGCAAAATATCCAATTTATCTGTTATACTTGATGGTGATATTGAAATAAATGATGCAGATACTAGATGTTTGGCTATACTATTATTAAAATATGTTGAATTTATTGAAAAATCAATAAAAGAACATGCTCCTCATTATATTTGTAATTATTTATATGAACTTTCAGTGCAGATAACTAAATTTTATTCAAATAATAGATGTTTAGAAATAGAAAATGGTGAAATAATATATGTTTATCATAATCGGATTAGACTAATACATTTAGCTATAATCATTATGAGTAAAATGTTTGAACTTATTGGTTTGGAATCTGTTGAACAGATATAATGATTTATTTGAAAATAATTCAAACCAAAAATAATTGTAAAATTATTTTTGACTTGATTTTAATTGATCAATTAAATTGGCAAGATAATTGTTTTCATTTTTAAGATAATTATTTTCATTTTCTAATTCTGTTTGTTTTATTTGTTTTCTCTTTTGCAATTCTGCCTTTGTTATTAAAATTTGTCCAAGTATATATTTAGCGTTAGCATCAGCATCTGGAGATGTCCAAATATACCATGGTTGAGATTGCCATGCATTAATTTCACATTCCATTTTATCTATTGAACTGATATTACTAGATAATAATTCTTCGATAGTATTATTTTCAATACGTTGATAAATTTCTACAAGTTTTTGATAATTATTATTTACATATGCTTCATTAATTAATATAAAAATTTCTTCACTCCAATTTTTATCACATTTATCGGGATGAGCTAATAAAATCAATTTCTTATATAATTTTCTTGTATTAGAATCACATGATGATACATTATCATTTGGTTTTTTGATATATTTATAAAAATCATGTTCAATATCCCAAACATAATCGCTAGTGTCATTAATAAATTTAGGAATAGCTTGTGACATAAATAATTTTATATATTTATGTTTTGCACTAATGTATTCTTTACGCGCATTTTCGATTATTATTTCCATGGATAAAAAATCTATTTAAATAAAATTATAATAATATGAATTGTGCTAAATAATTATATTTCAATTTTTTATCCAATGATTAAAAATTTGAAAATATTAATTGTTGGATAACAAAAATATAATATAAATTTTTAATAACAATTATAATTCAAGCATGAGTTATAATGATTTTATGGTGTCTGATTATGAATCAATAAATTATAATATGTATAATATTACACAAATTGATATGGATATACAAAATGATTATTCTGAAAATTTTTCCATTTATATAGATAATAAACCAATTATTGAATCTCCATCTATGGGTGATAAATCATTACCTACAATTAATTTTGATGCAATACTTGACAGAACCAAATCTGTTTTTGGAATTATGTTTAATCCTAAATATTTTATGCCTAATTGCCGAGAATTAGATTTGATGGATCGCGAAATTGAAGTCTATAATATGGTGTAAAAAATTGAAATTATTACAAATAAAAATTAATAGATTATATAAATTATTAATTTAATAATTTATATAACAACAAAACATTTTAAGTAAATTATAAATATGTCAAATACTATTCAAATGTATGTTTGTGGTCCAACTGTTTATAATGATTCTCATATTGGACATGCCAGAATTTATGTTATGGTAGATATTATTAATAGAACAATGACAAATATATTAAATCAAGATACACATCTTGTAATGAACATTACTGATATTGACGATAAAATAATTAAAGCAGCAAATGATCAATTAGTTTCTTGGAAAACACTATCAAAAAAATATGAAGACAAATTTTTTGAATCAATGGCAAAACTTAGTGTGGCCAAGCCTGATGTGGTAATTAGAGTATCAGAATCAATTGATGATATTATCAAATATATACAACAAATTATTAATAATGATTTTGCTTACGTGACTTTTGATGGATCTGTTTATTTCGATACCATTAAATATGTAAATGCTGGATATATATTAGATTGTGATATCGATATAGAAGAACAAACATATGAATCACAAATTGCTTCTGAAATTATTAATGAAAAACGACATATTAAAGATTTTGCTCTTTGGAAAAGTCGTGCTGATTATGATGTTGGATTTTTTGTAGAATTTATTTTTAACAATGCCATTATTAAAACATATGGAGTACCAGGCTGGCATATTGAATGTTCAGCTATGATTGAACGTACTATTGGTGATAGTGTAAATATTCATTTTGGTGGTATTGATCTTAAATTTCCGCATCATCATAATGAATGTCTGCAAGCAAATGCTTATTATCATCCAAAATATAAACCTAATACTAATATTAATACTGAGAAATGGACACAAGAATTTATGCATGTAGGTCATTTATGTGTTGAAGGTCAAAAAATGTCCAAGTCACTCAAAAATTTTTCAACTATTGATGAAGTCCTCGAAACAGTTAATTCTAATGAAATGAGATGGATGTTTATGCAAAATAATTGGCGAAAACCTATGGAATTCAATAATGGAGTTATTGAACATGCAAAAAATTTCAACCAAATTATTAATAATTTTTTAAATCGTACTGCGAACTATCCCTTTAACATCATGGATATTAAATACTCTGATAATGAAATTCAATTCAAAAAAGAAACACAAAAAAATATATCCAATATATCAAATAATCTATCCAAATTTGAATTTCATCATTTAGTAAATAATTTGATTGATTTAATTTCAAAAACCAATATATATCTTGATAAACCTAATCCAAATGAATCAGTTGTAAAAAAAATTACCAATTACATATTGAATTTAATAACACAGTTGGGTTTTAATTACGAAACAAATAATTCTATTGATATATCTAATATTATGAAAGTGATTGTAGAAACTAGAACTGATTATAGAAAAATAACTCGTAATAAAAATATATCCAAAGATGTTAAAAATGAAATATTTAATGTACTAGATTCTGAGAGAAATTTAAGATTACCATCTATTGGAATTAGTTTAGAAGATACACGTGATTCAAGTTCATGGTATACTAATTGATTTAAAAAATAATCATATATAGATTTAATTCATTAATATCATGATATTAATGAATCGTGAATTAGATTTATCTTTACTACACGCACCATTACAAACTAATATTCCGCAAACCAATATTCTGCAAACCAAAATCATTAAACGAAAATATCCTGCTAAAATTACAGATAACCATCAAAGAACTTTAGTAGAAATAGAATATTCATACATCTTAGAAAATTTGAACAATGAATGTCAATTGCACAAAAAAAAATTTTTATATTGGTCTATTGAATAAAATTGAATCAAATAAGCATTAATATTATGATTATAATTAATTAAAATATTAATACACAAAAATGATTCATATTGAATACATCAATAATATTGATAATTTGGATAATTTTAATTCTAATAATCATGATAAATTAATTGATGATAAAGATGCACAATTAACAGATTATAAAACTGAATTACGCAAAACTTTTTTGAATAGATATGCTCATATAATTAATTACCCAATTAATTGGACACACGAATTAACTTTAGAAGAATCTAAAATAATTTTACACATATCTAAAATTTATGGAACAACCAAATGTTCGATCGAAATATTTAATAATGTTTTAAATCCAATTAAAAGTAGATTGGAGGAAAAATGGATTTCAGGACGTTGGTTTATGAGATTAGATGCATTAAGTCCAAAAGATTCCAACTATAAAATGCCATACACAAATCCATCTGATATTATCAATAGTATTGTTACGTCCAAAAGAACTTTTAACGCGTTGTTGGATAATATCAGTTTGAATATTAATACTAAATTATATTTTGTCACATACAATGAAAATTGGAAACCAAGTCATGAATTAAGATGTTTTGTATACAATAAGAAATTAACAGCGATATCTCAATATTGTTGGACAAAAGAAGAGTATTATTGTGATAAAACTAACAAAGAATTAGTGGAAATTGCTACAAAAGTTAATTATTTTATTACAAATATTATTGATAATATTTGTGCACAAATTGATACCACAAATATAATTTTTGATTTGTATCTCAATGACGATTTATCCATGAATATTATCGAATTAAATTGTTTTGGATATTGGCTAGCTTCTGGATCAGCATTATTTCATTGGATTCGGGATAAAGACAAATTATATAATACTGATGGAAATATTTATTTTAGAATATTAAAAAATTTATCTAATTGATAATAATAATATGTGGGATATTTTGACTATAATTGATTTGTTAAATTGTGTGACTTTGGATTGTAAAAATATTTGTTTTTACAATTCCGAGTCAATTCTACAAGAGATAACATGTATTTCGATAGATTGTGCAATACAAACCGATAATATGAATTATAAATTAAAACAAGATTAATGAATTGACAAGTATTAATCAAAATATATTAACCGATAAAAATATTGATTAATATATTATTATTTATTATATTATCAACTGACAATAATAATAATAATGAAATATTTTACTATTGTTGATAATGATTATAAATTTTATCATCAAGAATATTTATATGGCTTGAATGTATACAATTCGCCACAATATATATTTTATACTATCGATATTATTAATCAATATTATAATTTTGGTACTAATTTATTAATTATTGAACCAGATTTTGATTCTAAGATTAGAATTATTTCTTATGGAGGTGACAATTATGAAACTCCAAATATTTGGAAATGTAGTCAAATAAAAGTTACAAAATGTTTATCTTTATTTGATTTTGATACATATACACAATTAGGTCTAGATATAACAGAAAATCAATATATTGTAGATTTTGCTAGTGAATGTGGTCGAATAGATTTTTTACAAAAATGGTATGATTCTTCTATTATGCTAATATATGGTAACAAATCTCTTGAAAAAGCATCAGGAAATAATCGTATAGATGTTTTAGAGTGGTGGTTAAATAGCGGATATAAATTAAAATATAATACCAAAGCAATTAAAAAAGCATGTCGGTATAATCATATTAATGTTTTAAATTGGTGGATGAATAGTGGACTTGAAATTAAATATGATAATGATGCGATTACAGAAGTATGTCGAAAAGGTAATATTAAAATATTGGAATGGTGGATTGAATCTGGATTAGAATTAAAATATAACAATAATGCGATTGATAGTGCATCATTATATGAACACATTGATCTCTTGGATTGGTGGAAAAATTCTGGTCTTGAATTAAAATATTCTGATAAAATCATGAACGTAACAAATATTGAAGTGCTTGATTGGTGGATCAATTCAGGATTAGAAATTAAATATAATGATCAGAGTGTTAATAATGCTAGTGCATGTGGACATATAAATATTCTTAATTGGTGGCTTAATTCAGGATTACCTTTAAAATATAGTGAGAATTCAATTTATCATTTATTGTGTCAAGCCAATGATAATGAATTTGAAGTCCTTAATTGGTGGTTAAATTCTGGCCTTGAAATAAAATATACCGAAACATGTATGCAAATAATAACCGAACGCGATGATATTGAACTATTGAATTGGTGGTTGAGTTCTGGTTTGGAAATGCGTTATGAAAAAGACATAATAAAATATGCTTGTATGTTTAATAATCCAGAATCATTAGCTTGGTGGGTTAAATCTGGTTTGGATATTGAAATACCTACAAGTGCTTTTTCTATGGCTATTGGATTGGGACATATAGAAGTACTAGATATGTGGCTCAAATTGGGATTTCCAATAGAATTTGATGAATCTTTTATTGCTAAAATTAATCCAAAAAATAAAAAAAAAATGATAAAATGGTTTATTAATAATAATTTGGATACGAATATATTTAAATTATAATTTCAATCGGAGTGTTAAATTTTGGTTCAGTAATTTTTTTCAAAATATTATCCACTGATTCTGTAATAAAATCCTTTAATAAGGATTTATCATTGAATAAACAATATATATTATTTGCATTAATTTGTGATAATTGAAAATTTGCTATTACCATAGCATTATAATTGGATGTATTATGATCAAATAATTTATTAAAATTATCAAAACTAGACATATATTTATGATTAACAAATGATTTTTGCGCTAAATAATAAATATTTTTTTTGTTAGAAATACTGTTTTCTTTTGTAAAAATAAAAGTATTAAATAAAGAAGTATAATCAGGAATAAAATATTGACAAGATATTATAATTGTTGCTTCAATCTTAATTAAATTTTGTATTATAGAGGAAGACATTGGAATATCATCAACCACAATAATATTTTCTCCATCATTTTTATTACATTCAGAATTAATTTTTTCAATTACAGATTTATTTATGTTAATATACCAAGTTATTTTATTTTGTAATTTAGAATGATTCGTAATATTAAACTGATTTATTGAATTTTTTGGTACCATCAGATATAAATGTTGTATTTGTTTGCTATCACAAATTTTTTCTGTCAATTTATTAACTAGTGTTGTTTTACCGGTTAATCTTTTTCCACAAACTAGGATTTTTTCACAGGGACTATTAGTATTGATATAAAATTTTGGCAAATTCATTTAATTATATATAAATCTAATTGATTTAAATTTATATATATATTTTAATCAAATTTCAATAGTCAATTTTTTATTTAAATTACTAATTTGTTCACTTTTTTTAATCAAATTTCTAATATTTCTTTTTAAATTTCTTTCAGTATCTCCTAATATATCCAAATAATCAAAGGAATAGGTAAATACTATATTATTTTTATTGTTAGATAATGCAATAACATCAAAATCATTATTTTTATTGGTTTGATTATAAATGGCAATGAATTGGTCATATGATTCACAAGAAAAAAATTTTTTATCAAAACCATCAAATATATCTTTAATGACAGGTATATTTTTAAAAATAAAACAATTTTGATAATATTTATAAAATTCTGTGTTAATTGTAGTAACTGTTGATATAATTGTAAATTTAGCATTTCGACATAATACATTAACATCAGATAAATGTAATCTATGAAAAACTTCATCGATTAATAAAATAATTTTATCATTATTTTTTGGAATCGATAATAAATTTTTTGTTGATATAATATTTATTATTTTATTTCCTATTGTATTATTCTTTTTTAAACAATTATAAAATTTACTATGTTTGGATGTATGTAAATAATATGTATAAATATGTTCTATATCTTTAGTTTCACATATTTTCATAATAAGATTAATGGCGAGTTGTGTTTTCCCATTATCATATCCACCAATAATAATGGAATTTCCGGATATATTTTTTGAGTCAAATGTTTGGACATCAATATCGGATTTATTATTTTTTTTCGGCATTAAATAATTTAAATAATTATTGAATAAAATATTCGATAATTATTTAATTAAACAATATTATAATCAATTTTTTACTCGTTGGAATAAATTTGTCTTAGAAATCATGTCCTAGATTCTTTATGATAACAGGTTTAATGTCAATGGGTTTAGTTTCATTTGATTTAATATTTATAGATTTATTAATAGATTTAGTATTAACAAATTTAGTATCTGTTGTATTACAATTTTGCTTCAATCCCAGTAACTCAATCATTATGTTTTTATTATGAACTGATTTTAAATAATGTTCCATATATGTTTTAAATACTGCTTCTTCTTTTTTCGGACAAATATTATTATTATCATTATTATTATCAGAATTTTGTCCAATTTGAATGTTTTTGAGTTCTTGTTGAATATATTTAAGTTCTTGTTTAATATTACTAAGTTCTTGTTGAATGTTACCAAGTTCTTGTTTATTATTGAATTCTTTTCGAATCAAAATAACTTCTTGTTGAGTATTGATAATTTCTTGTTTAATTGAATTTATTTTATGATCAAAAATAAGACTTTGTCGACGTATTTCATCAATTTCACAAGGTTTCATATTTATTATTTTAATATCACGATATTCACTATATTCAATTAAAGTAACTATTTCGATTATTAATTCTACATCAGACATTTTGTATCCAGTAGGAAATTTTAGTTCAAACATATTGGATAACTTGCTTAGATAAAAATTTTTCAGAATAGTATAAAGCATTTTGGGATTTATGGTTATATTATGGACTAGTTGTCCTGGTGTCGGACAACCAAAATTTTTTATTTCTTCGCTTGTGGTAAATGTCCAAGCATAAAATTCTGTTTTATGAGTACATCTAATATTGATAGAATCCACATTTGGTTCATTTTTAATTTGTTTACTAGTATATTCCACAACATATCTAAAACATTCATAATCAAATTCAAATTTATCATAATCTGATCCATTATTATTTGTAATTTCAAAATTATTTTGCATGTTGGAAATTTATATTAGATTATTAATCTAACATAAATTAATATTCATAAATAATTTTATTTTCAATTTTTATTACGAATACATAAAATTGAAAATAAAATTATTATTATTAATAATGTCAGAAGATTGAATAAAATGGATTTATTTAGTCATCATGTTTTTTTTACCGAAAAACATCGAATTCCAATATTAGATTGGATGTTTCAAGTAACAGTAGTCAATAAAATGCCGTATGATACTTTTCAATTAAGTGTAGTATTATTAGATCAATATTTATTAAATAAATCTATTACCATAGAAACAAATGATATCAGTAAATTTGCAATTGTGTGTATTACCATTGCCAGTAAAATTAATGATGTAAAACCAATTGATATTGAACATGCCAGTCAAATATGTCAAGAGAAATATAATGCACGTGATTTATGTAATATTGAAATAGATATTTTGGATAAATTAAACTATTGTGTAATGAAATCAATATGTTGGTCTCATATTAAAAATTATACCGTAAAAAATAATATTGATGCAAATGTTTATAATATTGTGTATTATTTAAGTCATATTACAATATATAAACCAGATTATTTGTTAATTCCAACAAATATATTGGCCGAGAAAATCATATTGTTATCCAACACAATATATAATCACATAGAAAACATTAATAATATCATTAATGAAGATATTATATGTGCTCATATCTATCAACAATGCGTTTTAAATATAGCTAATCATGAAACTATTTATGCTAATATTTTTTTTGACAAAATCAATGTTCGAAATTTAATACAAAAACAAATTGTGGTAATAGAAAAAAATATTTGCGCAAATAATTTAATCAGCGATAAATATACATATCAAGTATATATATCTAAACAATATCACAAATATAAACATGAAGAAATTATTAATCGGAATGTTATTAAGACAATAGGTAAGGGTAATTATGGAACTATTTATGAATGTAAATTATTGGATCAAATAGTCGCCTTAAAAGTATGTAACAATTATACATTTTTTGATGATGGAATAAATAAAACAATAATAAGCGAAATTAATTGTTTATCCATACTTAATCATAAAAATATAATTAAAATGTATGGTTATTATTATGATATTCGAAATGATTCCATGTTTATTTCATTAGAATTAGCATCGGGTCCATTATCAAATTTTATTAATAATATTCCAGATACAACTAAATTCAATTATATTAGTCAAATTGTTAAAGGTATTAAATACATGCATAAAAATAATATTATGCATAGAGATCTTACCATTCAAAATATACTAGTGGATGCAAATGGATGTATCAAAATTTGTGATTTTGGTATGTCCAGACAATTTGTGGATATTGATATTGTTGGTAATTATAATTATAATGTTTGTAGCTTGGAAACTCGAGCTTTAGAATTATTATTAGAAAATGAATATTATAATTCTAAAGTAGATGTATGGGCATGTGCTTGTATAATGTATCATATTTTATATGGAAACGGATTGTTTTCAGGAACAACTGAATTTACTATGCTGGATAGTATATTTAAAATATTTGGAACACCATCGGATGATTATTGTCCAGAAATATGTGATCAAGTAATTTTTAAAAAGTATTTTTCTTTAAAAGATTATAAAATTCGTGACGGATTTGGTATGACTAAATTAAAAATGAAATATCCCAATATACATAATATTATTAGAGATATGTTTGCATATGATATTCATAAACGTCTGGATATATTCCAAGTATCTGATTTGTTGAATGAAACTGAATATTTTAAAAAATTCTTTAGAATATTATAATATAATCAATGCATTTTAGTATTAAAATTATAGTATCCCAGATGTTACTAAATGTCAAATTATATAGTTATTATTTAATATACAATTGTTTAAAAAATAATGACATGAGACATATGGATACTATAAATAATTTTTTATGCAACTATGATTATTAATTGGTATAGAGTTACAATTATTATTATGCATTATATAATGTTATCTATATCATCTAAAGATGGATATATATTAGAATATCAACCTGATCAACTTAAAAATAATCCTCAAGTTATAGGTACATTGTTTGATAAAGTTTTTTTTGGTAATTTTTCATCATGTGATAATATAAAATTGGATTATTATGGTGTTACAATTCATTTATTAAATAATTGGATAATTAATGGTGTGATATTGTGTGATATATTAGATCCAGATCCAGAATTTCTAGAAATGTTAGACTATATTGCTGGCCAAAATGAATATTTAAATAGATTAGTAGGTATTATGCAATATGGTGCAATGGATTTAATAGGCAGAAAATTAAGACTTTCAAGTAGCCATATATATCAAATAAAACGTATTACTAAATTTGATCTTCATTATATGTTACCATATGATAATAAAATTGCTAATGATAATATGAATATTATTGTAAATATGATTACGCCAACTTTACTTGATTATATATCTCGTAAATATGGACATTACAAAATGAAAGTTAATTTAAAAAGTGCCAATTATTATTTAAACATAGCACTCTCAAATTTATTTAGTACTGAAAAAAGATCAAGAGGAATTTATCAACCAAATAGTTATCGGGGTGAGATGAGAACCAGAAGAGTAATGTTCGATCATATGATAGTTATTGATATAGATCCAAAATACACAATAATGGATTTACCAACATATTATGAATATGTTGCTGATAAAATTATAAAAGAATTCAATTCCCAATAAAATTGAAATAAATATGATTATTATAAACATAAATAATACATTAAAATAATTATTCCAATGTATTATTTAATATTATCTAATTCCAAAATCAAAAAATTTGATTTGAAAGATAATTTATTAGAATATGATGTGGACAAAATATTAGATCATGTCATTCAAAATAATATTGTGTTAGATTTTGATATTAATTACATAAGCATTATTGAACCAAAATATATATTTAAATATACGAGTTATATAAATTTACATAATGTAATATGTTGTATAGAAGCAATTGGCAATGTGATACAATTAACCAACCCAGAATTTTATATGTGTGATAAATTCATCATCAAAGAATATTATCGACCAAATGATATTTTGTTTTATCAAAAAAATGTGGATAATGGTATCACTAGTGATATTAAAAATGTTTTAAATTGGTGTACATATACTGATAATACAATTGATTTGGCTAAATATCTAATTAACTTGGCTCAAGAATCAAAAATTGATTTGCATGATGATTTTACTTATAAACGTAGTTATCTACAGATGGCAAGTATTAACAATTTTACCAAGTTAGTAGAATTATTACTTGATAATAATGATTATTTTCAATTCGACATTGAACAAACAATAAAATCAATACAGCATTTCAGTAATTATGACATGTTGATTATTTTAATCAAGTATGCTACAAATCATAATATTGATATTGTAATTGATTATAAAAAATATATACCGGGTGCATGTTTATCTGGAAATTTGCAACATATACATTATTTCACTAATAAAGCTATCGAATCTGGTCAAGATCTTAATGACATATTAGATTTTTCATTAAATGAAGCTGTTTGTTATGGTGATTTAGAAAATGTTAAATATTTAATATCAATAGGCGCTAATATATTTAATCCTAAATATGATTTAATAAATGAAGCTATTATTAATGATTCTTTAGAAGTAATTAAATATTTAATATCAAACGGTTATGATTATCATAAATATAGTTTTAAATATATATGTCAAACTGTTGTATATGGCAAATTTGATACTTTTAAATTTTTTATCGATTTAGGAGCTGATTATTCATGTCAAAATAATTATCTATTGGAATTAGCTATTCGTCAAACAAAATTTGACATTGTCAAATATCTATATGATTTAGGTTTCAGATATGATGAAAAATGTAGAAATGCATTTATATGTATTTGTGGCTTTGATGCAAAAATTGTTAATTTTATATTAGACCAACATACAATTGATTATGATACTTATTTACAGTGTTTTATGACTGCCATAAAACACGATAAAGATGATATTATTAAATTATTAATAAATACAGGATATGTAGCCAATTCCATTGATTTTGAAACTATGAATTATGCAATTAATCACAATAAAATATATTTAGTAAAATTATTGGTAGAATATGGATTTGATATATCTTTGAAAGATTACGCCGCAATATATTTAGCATATGATTATCACTATAATGATATAGCTGATTTTTTGATTGGATGTGTTGATAGTCAAATCGATTTAAATTTCATACTTTATAAAATGATCAATGATGAAAATTACGAGATGATTCCACATATTATTGATAAACCAAATATTAATATAGATGAAAATATTGTTTCAAAAATGATATGTAAATTATGCACAGGAGAAATTAATATATTTTTGGAAATGTTATCAAACACTGATAATATTCAAGAAGTTATGATATTACAAGCTGTTATTAATTTGGGATATTTGGATGTGTTAAAACATTTAATTAGTATTCATCAAGATGATTTGGAATATATGGAATGGGCTTTAATATTATCCGTGAAAAATTTAGATATGATGAAATATTTACTGGGATTAAATATGTTGAATACCAAATCTATTGCGCCTGATATGATAATATATGCAAATATAGGAAAATGCGAGACGTCATTGAAATATATGTTTTTGAATGGATTTGATATTAATTTAAAACAGTATGATAATTTAAAAAATTATAAAAATAGTCGAGTTGTCAAATTATATGAAATCAAAAATTATCGAGTTATTTTTAATGACAGTGATAAATCAATATATTTGATTAAAAATTGATATTAAAATGATAAATAAGTGACTTAATGAATTAATAAGGGTATAGCAGTACATGGCTTATAAATTTTGTATTAAATCCACTGACCAATATATCTTGAGATATTCCCGAGAGCAATTATTTGAAAATCCCAATGTTATTGGAACATTATTTCATAGAGTATTTTTCTCAGGTGGTTTTTCTAAAAAATCTGAAATAACACTACAATTCGAAGGTTCTGTTTTAAAATATTTGATTCCGTTAATACGTGAAGGGATATTATATTTACCCGAAATAACTAGTAAATTCCAAACTGGAAGTTGGATACAAAATATTATAGATATTAATGAAGAATATATTTGGAGCGAATTATCTAAAATGCTACAATTTATTGCATGTGATAATGATTGTTATCATAAATTATGGAAAATTATGCAGCACGGTGCTATGGATCAATTTGGTAGAAAAATACATTTTAATACAATTAAAAAAATTACTACAGGAGATCTCGTTTATTTACTTCCATATGATAAATTATCTAGTAATGATCTTAGAAAAAATTTTATGAACAAGTTGTCTGTATCTATTATGAATATACCTTTACCTAGTTCTGTAAAAAAAGGTTTTCCCAAATTACCAACTCTGTTAATTGAAAATATTGAGAAAAGTATGTATAATTCTAGCACAAATTATTTGGAATCCATTAAAGTCACAATACAAATGACGCCAACTATTAAAAGATTAATAATATATACAACTAGAAACGGCGATACATGGAATACTCGTGACGAATATGTGGATTTTATTGTGAATCGATTTGTCATTATGATTACCAAAGCAGTATCTCATTATCAATAAAATTGATAAAAAAATAATTTTAATTAATGCTTATTTAAATAAGCATTAATTAAAATTAGTTAAATATGTTTTTTACCATAAATAATAATTCATTAAAATCTAGTAATAATGATGGAACAAATAATACGTATATAAAAATTTTTAATATACAAGATATTGAGCAAATGTATAATTTAGGCACAACATTATACATCATTAAAACAAATGGTCAACATAATGTTAACGCATACAACAAAACTATGTGTACTAATCAGTTTGAAATAATATCAAAATATTCTTTGTATGATATATCTACATATGAATATTTTGGTTTAGATATTACTAAAAATATATATATAGTTGATTTTGCTTGCAAAGAAGGTAATATTGATTTTTTAAATTGGTGGTTATCATCTGGATATGATCTTAAATATACACAGATTGGTATGGATAATGCTAATAGATTTAAAGAAATAGAAATATTAAATTGGTGGGTTAATAGTGGATTAGAAATGCGTTATACATATAAATCCATGGATAGAGCATCTAATTTAGCTTTATTTGATATATTAAATTGGTGGATAACATCTGGTTTACCATTGAAATATAGTGAATCTAGTATGAATTTAGATTATTTTGCTAGTTTAAGCGAGGAAGATGAAATACGTGTATTGACATGGTGGAAAGAATCTGGATTATTGCTAAAATATAATCATAGTGCCATAGATAATGCGAGTAGGAAAATGCATATTAATGTATTAAATTGGTGGATTGAATCTGGATTAGATATTTGTTATAGTGAAAATTCTATTGATTGTATTACTATTTCTAATAATACAAAAATATTAGATTGGTGGCTTGAATCTGGATTAAAAATAAAATACACTGAACTTGCAATTGATATAGCTTCAAGATATTTTTCTTTTGATGTATTGGATTGGTGGTTAAAATCTGGATTAGAATTTAAATATACTTCGGATAGTTTGGATGATATTAATTTAGATTATTTTACAAATATAAATCAAGAAGAAGATGAGTACGAAGTGATAAAATTATTGAATTGGTGGAAATCATCTGGATTAGAATTGCGTTATACTAATTTGTGTTTAGATGCGATGAGTGAATATGGTTATATTAAAGTATTAGATTGGTTTAAAAATTCTGAGTTACCAATACTTTATTCTATTGAAGCAATAGATTGTACTGATGATATAAATGTATTAGAATGGTGGATAAAATCAGATTTGCCCCTTAAATATAGTTGTAAAGCCATGAATATATGTACAAATATCGAAATATTACAATGGTGGATTAGTTCGGGTTTGACTATTAAATATAATGAGCATTTAATAGATGGAGCGTTTACCAATGATCGTATTGATATTTTAGAATTTATGTTATCGTCCGGATTACCATTTATTCATTCAAAATATTGTGTATTGGGTTATATGGAAAAAATACCGGAATTATCTGTTAAATGGTGGATTAAACGTGAATTACCAAAAGAATATATTTCTAATATTAATTCAATAGATAAAAATTGATTTATTAAAATACTTTGTTAATAATTATTATTAAAATATTTTAATAAATGTTTGTTCATATTTTTTCTAACGATTTTGATTGGTCTAATTATAAAATTATTGGAAATACATATTATGCATCGGATGATTATGATTATCCTAAAATAATCAATATCAAACATATTGATCAAGCATATGATATAGGATCTCAATTATTCGTAGTTGATATACCTATTGATTATCCAAATTTCTTTATGGATAAAGAAAATATTTATTATTATCCAAATATATTTATTATCAAGGAAAAATATTCACTTTATGACGAATCGACTTATACTAAATTAAATTTAAATATTAAAGATAATCATCATATTATGAATCATGCATCAATGGATGGTAATGTTATTTTTTTACAAAAATGTTTAGATGATAATCTAAATTTATCTTATTCAGAATCAGCTATAAATTGGGCTAGTGATTGTGGTCAAAAATATACACTTGAATGGTGGTTTACATCTGGATTACCATTATTATACACCGAACTAGCTATAGATGGTGCTAGTGAAAATGGACACATTAATATTCTTGATACATGGTTAGAATCTGGATTACCATTAAAATATACTCATGACAGTATGGATTTGAATATGTTTGATCCGGATATTAAAATAGTAGTATTAAATTGGTGGTTAAAATCAGGATTGGATCTTAAATATACTGAAAATGCGATTAATAATGCTGTAATGATGAATGAAATAAAAATATTAGATTGGTGGATCAATAGTGGATTAAAATTAAAGTATAATCAAGACACAATTAATTATATCATTCAATATTGTAACATAGAAGCATTAGATTGGTGGATAAATTCTGGTTTGGAATTTAACTATAATGAAGAAGGTATTGATAATTTACCATTAATATCTGAATCCGAAACAGAAACAATTAAAATGTTAGATTGGTGGATTCAATCAGGATTAGAGATAAAATATGGTGAAAAATTAATTGATTTGTCTAGTAATTATGGGGATATTGAAGTATTAAATTGGTGGAAAGAATCTGGTTTACCATGGAAATATTCTTCAAATGCTTTAGATAGATTAATTATTGAATATAATGAGTGCGATAAATGTATTAATATGAAATTAATTGAATGGTGGTTATTATCAGATCTAGAAATCAAATATACAGATATGTTTATTGATAATCTATCTATTTATGGTAGAGTAGATATATTGAAATGGTTACATGAAAAAAATTTCATTTTTAAATATTCTAATAAAGCGATGGATGAAACCAATTGTGTTAATACATTAAATTGGTGGAAAAATAGTGGTTATCATTTATCTTATACAGATAAATCAATATTTAATGGTTTATTAAGAGGTAATATTAATGTATTAAATTGGTGGTTATCATCAGACTTGGAAATATTATATCCTCGACAAATTGAAATGAAAAAATATCCTAAAAAGAGTATTGATTGGTGTAAATCCTCTGGTTTGTCTTTTGAATTTATTTAGGAATTAATTTATTAAATTATTATAAAATATTTTGATAATGATTTAATTATTCAGATTCAGATTCAGTTTTGGATTCAGATTCAGTTTCAGATTCAGTTTCGGATTCTTTTTTACACTTTTTCAATCGTTCTGATTCTATTTCTAATTGTTGAAGTTGTATTTCAAGTTGTTTTTGTTTTTTTTCAATTTTGGATTTTTGTTTCAATAAATTTTTTTCCAATGATTTTATTTTTTCGGTTTTTCTAATAATTTTATTATTGGACTCAATATTATTAATATCATCATTAATTTTTTTTATTAAATCATCAAAATCATCAATATCTAAACCATATTTTGATACTAATTCTTTTCTTTTTGAAATATTATTCTCGTGTTGTTTAATACAAATATTTTTATAATTTTCAAAATAAAAATCCATGTTTAATTGCCAATCATTAATCAAATCATCTAATTTAGATAAATCATTACGTTTATTTACCAATTCGCGACTTGTTTCACGCAAATAATGAATATTATTAATATCTTTGGAACAATCTATTTCCATAATACTTAAAATGGATTGTTTAGAAATTTCATTAAAATCTAAATCATCTTTGATAATATTATTTAAATTACATACACTACTATTAAATTTACCATTACAAGATGTACACCAAATTCCATTGTTACATAATTGATTGTATTTATTATGCTTGTATTTACAAAATTTATTTTTGTGGCAATTTATATTTCTAATTTTATTTGGATCATATTTCAAAAAACATTTATAAAACTTACATTTTTTTAAATTATATCCTTCAGTAGTTTTTTCTAATTTAAAAATAGGTTCACCATTGTGATGAGCAATAGTAAATAATATATGATATTCAACCATTTTGATTTCTCCATCAGTAAATATTATTACAGGTCCAGTTGTTACTGTATGTATTATATAAGAATTTGACCTGGTACATTTATCAATACTCAAATCATAATGCCCATCCAAGAGTTTTTTTTCTTTTTTTGAAAAAAATTTAGCCCAATTAGAATAATTTACTTTTGGATTCAAATTTGATATTATATCATAGTAGTGATTAAAATTATTCATTGCCTATTAACTATTTTTATTAAATAAATATAATTTTATATAGCATATTATTTTTTCAAATAAAATTGAAAATAAAATTGATTGATGGATCAATTTTGTTTTTTATTTGGCAAAACCAAATGGATTGTGAATTAAGAATTTATGTTAATATTAATAATACGCCCCATTATATGGGTTGTAGTGGATTTAATAGTGAAATATACAATTTGAAATGCTTGAATGAAGTTATGGCAACACCATTTTTAAAATTAATAAGTTTATTTCACGAAATAATAGAAGAAATATTATCTTACAATAGTGATTATACCAAAAATATTAACATTAATACAATAGCTAAACATCCTTTTTTTGAAATATATCATATGGAATCACATGGTGATTTATTGATAATGAATTTATTATTGGCTAGAGAATTAGAAATTGTTGTCACAGATTTTCGAAAAATAAGTCCACCTAATACAGACCATTGTGATTCTGGTATTATCGTACCAGCATATTATTATGAATTATCTCCGCTAGCTGAATATGCCAATAATATGGATTTATTTATGATATTAATAAACAAATTTTTGTCAAAATACAACATTGAATCTGATGGTAATATTGAAGGTAAATATATTAGATTCATGTTACATCGTGATCATTATAGTAAACCAGCATATGGATATGGATATTTGCGTGATATTGATACATGTTTACCTGAGCAAAAAAAAATATTATCTGATTGCCCAGAAGATAATATACCCGGAGAAATGTGTATGCTAGATCGTGGTTTTTTTTTCTTTGTTAAAAAAAGTTCGTGGTTATCCAGAGAAGTCAATATATCAGATATTATCAAGATTTATGAATAAGCTAATATAATATTTTCATATAATAAATTTATTATACGAAAACATTGAAAAATAAACTGTTAAATAGCTTCATTATCCAACAACTTGTATTATCTAGACAAAATGTCTTTGATTGATCTTTGTGAAGATGTGTTGATTCATATTATTAACCAGGCTTCGGATAAAAACAAGATAAAATTGATGAAAACCTGTCACAAGTTGTATTCTCTTCGCGAACATGTACAATATACTGGAAAGTATGAGTATAATCGGGTCAAAAATTTGAAATTTTCCGATAAATTCTGCAACATTACTTTTCATTTTAATAGTAAAATTCATACCATTAAATCTATTCCTCTAGGAACTCGTCGTATTATTTTTGACAAATATTTTAATCAAGATATTACTGACTTGAATCTATCAAATATCGAACAAATTGAATTTGGCCGCGATTTCAATCAATCCATTATTGGAAAGTTACCCAAAACGATTAAATGTATTGTCTTTGGAGAAAAGTTTAATCAACCAGTAATTGGCGCCTTCCCTGATTCCATTCAACGAATTATATTTGGTCATGATTTTGATCAACCCGTAATTGGTGCTTTTCCCGATAAAACGAAATATATAATTTTCGGTTTTCGCTTTAATCAACCAATTCTTGGCGCTTTTGAATATTCGATAGAACATCTAGTATTTGGTCATGAATTTGATCAACCTATTGATGATGCTCTGCCACCAAATTTAAAACATTTGGTTTTTCGCGGAAAATTTAATCAGAAAATTAAAAACAATATTCCACATGGAGTATCACATCTGGAATTTGGAAGTGCATTTAATAGATCAATTCGGAATGCACTTCCAAATACCATACGCTATTTAAAAACTGGTGATGGATTCAACAGAAATGTAAGCCAATGTTTTCCCAAAGGTTTGTTACATTTAGTACTGGGTTATAATTTCAATTTCAGTTTGGCTATGTGTTTGCCGAAAACTCTTTTATCTCTTAGATTAGGAAGAAATTTTAACCAATCTCTTAAATTTTCACTTCCCAAAAATTTGACTCATTTGTATTTTGATGATGATAGTATTTATAATCGTTCACTTAGAGATTGTTTGCCTGATAGTTTACAACACATTGAATTCGGAAATGTTTATAACTACAGTATCGAAAACATTTTTCACAATGGTCTCAAAACCATTATTTTTGGCTCTATGTTCAATCAACCTATTTATAAAACATTTTTGGCGGGTAAAAATTATTTTGGCTTTTCCAAGTGTCAAGTCAAGAAATTTATTCCAGACACTGTAGAATATATTGATTTTGGTTTTTGTTTTGATCAAAATATTTATAAAGCTCTACCTAATAATTTAATTACAGTGATTTTTGGAGATTGTTTCAACAAAGATATTAAAAAATCTATTCCGATATCTACCAAAAATTTGACTATTGGAAGAATGTATCAATGTTCGTTGAAAAAAAATATACCCAATACACTTACTACTCTCACTTTACCGGAAGGCACATTGATTAATAATGCTAAATATATTCCAAAAAACATACACATAAAAATTAACTCTCCGCGTTATAATGATTATTGAATTATCTAGAATATGAATATTTTGCAATATGTGTACCCATAACACAATCATTTGGACCAACTTTTTTGCGACTACATGCTACACACCAATTACCTTGTATAGAATATGATGATTCATTTTTAACATCAAATCGTTTCACATAAAACACTGCCATGGCAAAAATACTTTCCATACACATTCTATCGCGTCTAGATTTGACATGATTTGACAAAGATAATATTTGTGTAATTTGATCAAGTTCTAATAAAAATTTTTTGGATATAATAACCATATTTCCAAAACATCCTTGCCAATTGTTTTTTTCATTATACCAATTCAAAAAGTCTTTTTTGAATTGACTATCAGATAATTTTGGGTACAATTGCATAATTTCATCTGTATGGGTAACAACATTACCCATACGAGCATTTAGTGGAACTATTACTTTATCCCATTTATAATGCACATTAAAAAACCACAAAAATTTAACATCAAAATCAAGACAATTCAATTCATTCCAATAATTTACTAGTTCTGTCGAATCATGAATTACAATACCATAATCATATACACTATCGGCTAAATAATTAAGTGCATAAGAGCAGGCACTTCCTTTTGTTTCAGGATGTATAACATCAAGATTAATATCAGTAAAATAATTTTTAATATCACGATTAGATATAATATCAGCTGGCGAATCATTAATAATTATAATATTTGCAATTGGATAAAATTTTCTAATAGAGCTAATACATTTAACACAAGGTGAATCCAAAGATAATTTTTCAGTACTATATATTGGAATAAGAAATACATAAGTATGATCATTATTTTTATTCATTTCAGTTTATTATAAAATTTATCAACATAAATTTTATATTATAATTATCTTAATCGTTATTAATCATTAAAAAGTTGACATTATTAATCTTTATAAACAATTATTTCAAATAAATTATATATCATTACAATATATTGTAATATTGATCATATGCCTAAACCATTAACTCAAAATCGTCGAATAATATTAGTAAATTGGTTAATTGGTATATGTCAATCTAATAAAATAAAACATGAAACATTACATTTGGGTATATTTATCATGAACAAATATCTTCGAAAAATCAAATATCAAATACCAAAATCAAACATTCAAGCTATTGGTATTATGGCTGTTAATATTGCTGCTAAAATATCCGAAATTAAGTGTATTGAGTTGGCTAAAATTTGTACTTTATGTGATAATATATATACCGTACAAGAATTAAAAAATATCGAAAGAGAAATTGTTGAAAAATTAGATTATGAATTGTCATATGATTCGGTCTGGGCATTAATAAAAGTATTTTGTCAACATGAAAAAATGGAAAAAAATAAATATTTCATAACTTATTATTTATCCAATATAATATTATTAAGTCCATTTTATGGGTTGATTAATAATCAACAGTTAGTAAATTCAATCATCGAATTTGCCCATTTGTTGTATAATGATGGATCTATTAATATTTCAAATAATATATACATGATATACATTTATAAATGTTACAAACTTGAAATTATGAGCAAATTAACTATTGAAATTAAGCAATTATTTAGTGAATTGGGAATTTATGAATTTATAATAGAAAAATTTAATGATCTAAATTGTTCGAGAAAATCATTTAAATATTTATTATCAATTCCATCAGAAATTACATTATGTGATTTAAATATATTTAATCCAAATGATATCCATAATCGAAAATTAATAAAACAATTAGGAGAAGGAACATATGGTAAAGTAGAACTGACTAATATTAATAATAAAAATGTGGCTTTAAAAATAATTTCTGATTTTGAGTATGAAAAAATTGGAATAGGACCAATGTTATTATGCGAAATTAATAATTTACGAAAATTAAATCATGCTAATATTAATCAATTACAAGGTTTGTATTATGATTATCATGGGAAAAAATTATATTTGGCTCTTGAATTAATGGACAAAACTCTATTACATCATGTGATTATTGATGGTGTCTCGGAAGAATCAAAAATATCATATATATTACAACTATTATCTGGATTAGAATATTTACATAGTCAAAATATTATGCATCGTGATTTAAGTCCTAGTAATATTTTATTGTCTGGAAATAGATTAGTTATTAGTGATTTTGGTATGTCAAGATATTTCCCTGACGAAAAATTGATTGCGGATTTTAATAAATCGATTTATTCGCCATTATATAGACCAATTGAAGTATATTTAAAAAAAATACCTTATAATCAGAAAAGTGATGTATGGGCATGTGGATGTATTATTGGGTTTATTTTAATTGGTCAACATATATTTCAGGGTAGAACAGAAACAGATATATTGCTTAATATGTCACAAGCCCTAACAAATTCATTAGTGCATATTGGTTTTACGGAAATAAAAAAAAGATATCCACAATATTATGATATTATTCTAAAAATGTTAGCAATAAAACCAGATGATCGTATTACCATTTCTGAAGCTTTGATATTATTTAATGATATATTTATTATTCAACAAAAAACAAATAATTTATGTGACCAAAAAATTGAAATCATGAATATATAAATAAACACATTAATATATTCATTAAATATTATCAAAATAAAAACACCTACATAATCTCATTGCATAATTTAATCATGGGAAATTTTTCGAGTTCTGACAAAAAATTATCAGATATCGAATTTAAAAGTCTTAATAATATGATCTATCAAGCTGTATCTAATATTAAAGATATTCGATTTCACAATCAAATTGTTATTTATTTACACAATAAATCAATTATTAATGTCACTATTCACACAATAAATAGAATTGCTTTAGAACGTAAATGTCGTGAATATACACTATCTGTATCAATTGATTATATTAATAATCAACCCGTTCTACGAATTTATGTTTTATTTTATAGAAAAAGTTCTTGTAAAACCAGAATTAGAATTTCTTTTTATGCCCAATCATATGGATCTGATATTGGTTATGAATTTAATACATATTAATATAATATATTGATATGTATTAACCTATGCATAATTAAAAAAAATTGACTATTTAAATAATTTATAATGTCATTGTGTTGTATTCATCAAATAATCAATACAGTGGTTAATCCAATGTCTTATTTTTCATATCATCCTCATTTGACACAAGGTCTCAGATCTAGTATTGTAGATTGGTTAGTGCTAGTATCCGATGAAGTAAATTTAAAATCTACAACATTTAATTTGGGAATATCAATTATGGATAGATATTTGTCTAAAAAAAGTAATATATCAAGAGATAAAATGCAAGCCATTTCAATTTGTTCTTTAAATTTGGCTTCTAAAATAGAGGATTTTGTGACAATTGGAATTGAAAATTGTAGACATTTTATTAATTATAATTATGATATACAATATTTAATCGAATTAGAATATGATATCATAATTACTCTCAAATGTGACTTGAGAATTCCAACAATAGTTGAACATATAAAAGAAATTGGTTTCAAACGTGGAAACAATATTACTCAACAATTTTTTGCTCATTATCTAATTGATATTCTTTTGGTGACAATAGATTATATATATTATGATCCAAAAACTTTGGCTGAAGCGATTATTAATTTTTCGCGCGAAATAAAAAATTCAATGGATTTTTCCGAATCAAATTTTGAGATTTTTGTCAATGGAAATATCATACATCAATATATTTATTGTAAATGGTTTGATTATAATGCTGGTAAATATCGAGAAATAAATAATAAATATGGTCACAAAAGATTTTATACAATTGCCAAAACAATTGTACCAACAATCATATGTGATTGGAAACCGATTAATTTTCCTGATTGTTTTAATTCATGTTATCAAATTAATAATAATAGAAATTACTATGTGTACAATAATTATGAATTGTCTATTATGCCTAAAAATGAAATACTTGGTAAGGGAACATATGGTACAGTCGTTAAATCAACATTTATGGATCATGATATTGCTCTTAAATCTACAATATGTGATGAAGAAATCGAAACTTTTACTCTGAGAGAATTATGTCATTTGGTAAAATTAAAACATGAAAATATTGTGGACATATATGGTTTTGGAATGAATAATAAAACTAGTTTATTTTATATTTCACTTGAATTGGGTTTATCATCAATATTTCAAAAAATTTTTATTAAACATGAAACTATTAATGAAGAAGATAAAATCAAATATATTATACAACTTTTATCAGCAATTGATTACATGCATCAAAATAAGATCATGCATCGAGATTTATCGGTAGCTAATATTATCATAGACAAAGATAATAATTTAAAAGTTTGCGATTTAGGATTATCAAAATTTTTTTACAATTTTGATTTTTGCAAATATAGTACAGGTGTTTGCACCATAACATCACGTCCTATTGAATTATTGCTCAATTATGAAAAATATAATGAAAAAATAGATATATGGTCATGTGCCTGTATTATTGGAGTTATTTTAAGAAATAGTGCAATATTCGAAGCCAATACAGAACAAGAAGCTATTAATGAAATATATCATATACTAGGCACACCAACTGAATTACAACAAAGTAAAGCTGACTATTTACGCGAATCCATGATAGATATTACTCCCAAAATACGCATTGGATTTGTTGATTTGGAAAAGAAATATCCGGAAGAAACTCAAATTATATATGACATGTTAGATTATGATATCAAAAAAAGATTAACGGCATCTGAGGCTTTAGATAGGTTTCAAAATATTTATAAAAAAAAATGATTTTTAAATGTGTTAGATAGTCTTTTTAATTATTTGCTTAATTAACTTAAGCAAATAATTAAAACCTAATTATGAATCTACATGAAATCGCTAATCAAGCAAATGCTAATAAAAAAAATTTGGAAGAATTAAAAATAAAACTTGAGCAACAAAAAATAGATGATAATATTATTGTTAAAGTGATACGTTGTCGTCAAATAGTTGATTATGGTACTCTAATTCCTTTGGCAAAGACAGGATCATATGAACATACTATTTGGTGGCATTTACTAGATATGGATACTTTATCCATTTATAAACAAGTTCGTGATCATTATGGAGAATATGAAGGTACGCGTATTTCGATAAAAATTTTAGATGAAAATTATCAAGAAGTTAGTAGTCCTCATGAAGATGTGGATTATTTACATGTGACAATTAATTGGAAATAAAAAATTGAAATATAATCATCTTAGAATTGCATTTATATGATAATTATTATTAATAACTATCATATAAATATTATCATAATGGGATCATTTTTTTCTAGTATTAAAAATCCGTTTGATTTTGATTCGGAAGAAAATTATTATGACAAGCATTGCAAATGTGGAAATAATGCTACATATCGATGCAGTATTCAAGAAAATCACCAAGATATTGAAAAAATATATGAAAAATATCCTTTCATGCAAGAACATTGGAATGGAACGTGTGGTTATACATATAGTTATATTTCTTGTGATGCATGTATTAAAGATGAGTATAAATATATATTTACTTCATATCCTGAAGGTTGGCGCGAAAATATAAAATTCCATGTGGAATATGAATGTGCAAAATTTTAATGCAATAATTTATAAATATAACTCCAAGAAAATTTGAAAAATAAATATATAAGATTATGATTTCAATATAATCATTAACCAATAATTATATTAAAATGATTAAAACACTAATATTAACTATATTCGCATTTTATTTATCCACGAGTTTTACTTGTGGTAATGATCAGGCAGATATTATTAGTAGTGCAATCGTATTACATAATGGTACTATCATTAATGTTAATATTAATGTAACCAATCTAGAAAATAATTACAATAATATATTATGTCCGAACATTGATATTGAAGACCTCAAAATAGAAAGATTGAAAGTGTTAGAAAAATGGATTGAAAGAACAAATTATAATAAATCTTACATTTTACAAGTTTATGACGAACTGGCAACCCCTGATATACTTGTCAATGGTTCGATTAATTCTTATCTACATCAATTTATTGTTGCAGGATTTGCATCTTATTCAGCCAAGACAGTCGCAGCCGAATATTCTTTACAAGCAGTGGATCCGGAAAGTATCCAGTTATTCAGCAAACTAGATCATGCATCTATTGTTTGGCAAGCAGATAATATTTCGGTTATATATAAAATTATTACAAATTATTCACTCGCTAGTTTTCCCGGCAAACCAATATTTTCCGGTTTTGTAAATTATCAATATACAAGGTTTGAACCTTGTACTAATAAAATTTGGATTGATTATTCTCGCCAAGATTCTTTAATTGGAACATACCTAGCGAGCGCTCAACAAGTCAAAACTCCCAATCAAATTTGTGATCTAATTATGGCTAATTGTATAGGTGATAATCAAGTTTATCCTGACTATGCTAGCTGTATTAATTACATGTCTGGTGTAGCAAATCATACTACTTTTTGTCCTGGCGGATTAATTGCTAATTCAACAGGATGTCATTATTTTCATGCTCAATCTACTATTGAACTTCCAACAGTACATTGTCAACATGTTAGACCTTATGATTCTCCTGTTTGTCAAGATTTTTGTCTTGATCAAGGATGTGGTGATTGTGATCCTAATGCGGAATGTATTTTTGATTCAGTATTTGGAAAATTAATTCCTAAATATCAATGCCAATGTAAATCTGGTTATACTGGTAATGGTAAAACTTGTGTTCGTAATAATTGTACTGCTGATTGGCAATGTCCTGCTAGTTATAATTTTGGTCGTTGTAATGATGGTGGTATTTGTGGTTGTAAATCTGAAGCTGGATTTATTTGGAATCCAAGTGTAGAAGCTCTTGAATTAAGTGATACATGTAAATGTTCAGAAAATGAAACTGTTTATTGGCATAATGGTACTGCTGAATGTATTCCGATTGGTCGTTGTCGTGAAGCTTGGCAATGTCCTCAAAGTGCCGATTTATCAACCAGTATCACTTGTTCACCATATGGTACAAATATTTTGGTACCATTTAATGTATGTCTTTGTAATTATGGATATGATAATCCAGGTTTTTCCTATCATTGTGAATGTAATGCGAATCGTCGTGAAATATGGTCGAACATAAAACAAGGTACACTTTGTTTATCTGAAAATGAATGTACAGATGATTTTCATTGTGTCAGTGATAAATGTATCATTCCGAATAGACAATGGTTAGGCACTTGTCAACAAGATTATTCAAGTGCAGCTGGATATATGTCTCATCATTTTCTGATTAGAATATAATTTTAATAATACCAAATAATTTATTTGATATTATTAATTTTCAATCTGACATTGAAATTTACTAATATAAGACCATGTAATCCAAATTTCTTTAATAGTTTCTACCAGATTGGTATATTTTATTTCATCATGTGGATTGTCATGACTCCAACCTGCTACTATATCATCTGAATATGTTATAGTTGGAATATCTTCTGTGTTCCAAATATAATGATAAAAGCATTTCCGCTCAGAATTATCTAGTTTAGGAAGATAAACAAAAGCTGTCCAATAACCTTCTCGATATTGAAATCCTTGGTACAAATATCTAATTTTAGTTTTGCGGATCAGATAACCAATCGGTACATCACCAATATATACATCAATACGATGATTTACTGAATATAATCGTGATTCGATTTGACTGGTCATTTTACGCTGTTTACGAGTAAATCTAGGTTTATCACGCAAACGCATGGTAATATGATCAAATTTATTCTTAGAGGCAAAAGGATTACGCATTGATGATGATTATAAATAATTAATTGAATAACTGATTAATTGATGGTCAATTATCAATGTCGGAACTTAACTGTGTTATTTTCAAATTTTTTTATATATTCATTGTTATTTTTATAGCAAAAAATTGATATTATTTCGTTATGATAAATATTTATTACTCAAAACAAGATAAAAAAAATGAATATTGGTAAATATGATAAAAACGAAGAATATTACTATACGACGGATAATAAATGTAAAAATTTAAGTGAATTAATGCATCTAATTATTCGAGAAGATGATACCTTAGAAAGTCATCAAAAAATAGTCGATTATTTGGAATTAGGTTGTTACGATATAAATGCAACCAATGAAGACGGATGGACTGCATTGATGATAGCAGCAGTTAATTCTCATGAATTAGGTAATATTAATACCGTTAAATTGTTGCTTGATCATGGTGCCGATATTAATATCAAAAATAAATATTATGAAACAGTTATATATTTAGTGTTAACCCATGCACCATTGACAAATAATTATAATTTGATTAAATTATTACTTGATAAAGGTGCTGATATTAATATTAAGAATATAGATGGTAAATTTTGTTTAGTAGCTGCATGTAGATTATGTAATAATGATTATAAATTATCTATTGTTGAATTATTATTAAAATATGGTGCTGATGTTAATATGACAAATTGTAATGGTGAATCAACAATTATGCAAATATATAAAAATAAATGTGCATATGCATTACAAATCACTGAATTATTAATTAGATATGGTGTTAATATTAATTTAAAAAATAGGATGGGAATGGCCACACTTGATTATGCATTTTATCTCAAGAAAAAAATTAGAATGGATGTAGTTATATTATTACTATTAAATGGTGCTAATTATTTGTGGCATCATTATAATATTAATGATACAATTTTTAGTAGAATGGATGATGATGATTATAAAAAATGCCAAAAAGTAATTGAGTACATTGGTTTTAAAAAAATTGCTATGCGTACCATCCATAAATTTATTCCACTGGCGAGTCAAAAAATAATTTGGAATCCTGATAGTTTAAGATCCAAATTATTTTGTTTGAAATGGAATATTGATCACGGGTCAATGGATAATGTAATTACTTGGAATAATTTGGAATTGTTTGATTATTTAGGTATTAATGATTTGTCAGATATTAATTTCAAAATAAACGATATACTTAAATACTTGTAGTTAACATATATTAATGTCAACTATTTTGTTAGATAATAAAACAACTAAATTAACTCATTTGGTCGATCAAAAAATAGATAGTGATGTTTTAATAATGAGAGGATATTTTGATATTGCAAATTTTAATCATAAACCTTTTTTTCTAGCTAAAATCGTATTTATAATTAATTGCGATAAGAATTTTGTATATTTTTGGTTAAATCGTCATCGTTTTCCAAATTTGGAAACAGTATATTTGGCTTCACATCCTTGTGAACTCGATACATTATATCGGAATTTTAAATACATCTATTTATCTGATCGTTATGATAGATACAAAGAAAGATGGGCTAAAAATCGTGATAATGTTATTGTCATGCCTCATGATGATATTATTGAATTAAGTTATACATATGATATAACTAATGAAACTATAACAGACTAAAATATAAAATTAACTTGTATAATTAAATTTAATTATAAAATTTAATGACTTTCATTCAAAATAATTATTTACAGATCGGATTGAAAGAAAAAAAATTAAAAATATATTTAAAAGATATTTTTGAATATATTTATCGGGCATATGAACTGGATGTTGAAAAAATGCAATATTTGTATGAACATATTGAATCAAATGATAATCATACATATTATTTTCAAAATAATTCTATGAATGATTCGGAATATGTTTACAAAAAGAAAATTATTGATTTAGATAATCTTCTTCAACCAAATCATGAATTATTTAACGAATCGAGTTATGAATTAATTCAAGAAATTAATACATATTTATTAACACATTCTGAACATGAATTAATAATAAAAGATTTTACCAAAATATTATTAATTAACAATACAGGACCAGATAAACGCAAATCTGAATTATATCATTTGGATCAAAAGTTATATTTTTGGCCAGAATATATGATGGAAGATGAAATCACTTTCCATGATTTAATAATAGCAGCATATAAAATAAAAAGTCATAAATTTGAAACATGGTTTGAAATGTTTGCTAATATATCAGAGATACATATTGAAAATCATTATAATCCGTTTATCAAAGCCAAAAAACAATTAACTATTGTGTTAGAATTTGATCATGGATCCTAAAAAATTGATAATTAAACAATATAATAATATATTAATGAATAGTATTTATTAAAATAATGAGTCAAACTAGTGTTGAAATGATGAAAGTAGAAGTTCCATTTGATGTTAATACTATTAATAATACAGGAATTGGAAGATTAAATATTAAAAGTGGCACAGTTACTATTAATGGTAATGTTTATAAAGTTGTTAATAATATGGTAGTTGAACGTGGAGTCAATAATAAAAATGCAAATTAAATGCCAATTATTCCGAGTATAAAATCATATTAATAAATATATTTATTAACATGATTATAAATATATTTATAATTTTACTAATTCATTTTATTATTGGACCAATATTTGAATATATTTTTTGCGCAATAATTGGAATAAATAGTAATATTAATGATTATATTGATGATTATTTAGATTCAAATATGGAATTAATTATATAAAAAAAATTGAGAACAATATTCAATCCGCGAGTATAATTTTATTAATAGAAAATTATTCATTAATATGCATAATTCTTTTAATTTCGCGCAAAATGCTATTGTATATGATAGTCGTCTTAGAGCTATTCCGGACATAATGATTGCCATTTTTGCTATTGTTTTATTTATATTTTTGTCAGCAATCATATTCAATAATTTTATTTAAATTAATTATTAGTCTATTGAATTAATAGACTAGTTATTAATTTAATTTTATTTACGATGAATAAAACGCAATACTCACATAACCATCACCACCATTTCCTCCAGGATTTTTTGTGACTTGAGGAAAATCTAAATAAACAGATCCACCACCACCACCGGATCCTCGTGAACCAGGTTCACCATTTACACTAGAAAAATCAACACGGCCACCATTTCCTCCATTTGCTAATGCATTGGCACCACCTCCTGAACCTCCATAATATTGAATATCCGGTGGATTATTAATAAATCCTCCACTAACTCCTCCTCTAAAGCCAAGTACCATTCCACCATTTCCTCCTTCTCCGAATGTTACATCACCTCCTCCACCAGCACCACTATATGCATTTGTTCCAATATTTCCATCAGATCCATTTTCACCAAACCTTCCGCCAGCTGCTGGTAATGGGAAGAATTGTGATGCTATTGGGAAACTTACTGTTTCTCCTGTTCCTCCAAAATCTGGATCATTGTTTCCTCCTTTTCCTCCAAAAGTTATAAACTGATTTGGACCAATAGTTAATGTGGAATTTCCACCATTACCAGGGTTATTGGGTGCAGATACTCCACCTGCTCCGAGAGTTCCTGTTATTTCTTGACCAGCCGTCACGGATACAGGATACTGATAAATAGTACCCGCACCACCTCCTCCTCTTAATTGCCCATTAAAATCACCTGGTGAATCACTTCCACCAGCACCACCTCCACCAGTCATGGTTACTATTGCATTAACAGCTTCTTCTGGAACAGTAACAGAAAAATTACCTGGTGTGAAATATTCGAATGTAAATATCAAACCACAATTTCCTTTAATACCTTGTTCACCAACTTGACCTTGATCACCTTGTTCTCCTTTATCACCCTTATCTCCCTTATCACCTTTATCACCCCAATCTCCTTTGTCGCCAAAATCTCCCATATCTCCTTTGTCGCCAAAATCTCCTTTATCACCTTTTAATCCTCTCAATCCATGTCGACCATTTTCTCCTTTTAAACCATCAGCACCTTTAAAAGTTCCCATATAAACCCAGTTTCCACCAATTTTTTTGTATAAATACCAATTCAAATTATTAATAAAAATATCGCCATTAGATCCAATTAATTGTGTGGGATCATTGGATTCGATAAAAATACGAGAACCAGATTCGCCCTTGGTACCAGGTTGTGATGGAACGAATTGGGTATATTTTTCAGAATTAATTTTATTATACAATTGTTCAAATTTACTATCAATGTATTTATAAATATTGTTGTTTCCATTCCTAGATGATGGTTGATAAGCGTGATTACCTCGCCTAAAATTACTCATATTATTATAATATATGTTGATAAATTTATTATATGATAATTATTAATGAATTTTAGTAAATTTATCACATCCGGCAGCATGTCTCAATGTATATTTAGATCTATGTTTCCAATCATTACCAGTTGCTTTTTCAGACATGATATAAATATCACTATCTACAAATTCAAAACAAATTGGATCACCGATTGGTTTTGAATCATGATACCATTGATATACTAAAGATAAAGATGCTCCAATGCGTATACCTATTACTTTGCGACGTTCTGAATCGCCATGATAACCAATACCACATTTTGTAACATCATAATAGTAATTACCTTCACCCACTAAATCATCTCCAGTTAGTTTCTTTATTTTTTGATACAATTGATATAAAACTGGCACATTAGAAAATTTGACAATAGTTCCGAGACCTAGTTCATAATTGGATTTTTGTTTCTCATTATCAAAACACAAATTATATCGCGCATTTTTATTAACTACTCTACCATACATATAAGCTTTAGTATCCCATTTTAAATCAGATAATTGATTATATAAATCTACGGAAGCGGTCTCATTATTTAATAATAAATTAATGCCATTTGGAATTATCAATATGTATGCTTCTATATCTGGTTCAATGCCAGAATCTAATAAAGTACTATTGAGATCTACAATCTCGCTATAAATATTGTTATATTTTAATTTATCACGAATGATGCCTAAATCGGATAAATCATAACCTTTATTGGCAATTTGACCAATTTTTTGCATTCCAACATGATTTTCAGCTTGATCTCCAAAAGTAATTGTATATGTAGCCATTTTAATCCTAATATTAATACGTCATTAAATTTATATATTTTAACAATCAATTTTTGATAAAAATTGATTATTATAAAGTTAATTATTTAACTGAATTTAATATTAATCATTTCAAATCAAAATGTATATTTGTATATGTGAATCCATTAATACATTAATTAATGATTTAGAAAATTCAAATAATGTTAAAAATATTAATGGAATTTATACAGCTACATATAATGGTGGCGATGATATTGAGATACATGTAACAAAAATAAAATATATACATTTATATTATCATTTGGGAACAGAATTTGCTATAATTAATTTGCCAAAAAATGATCCAGAATTTGTCGTGAATAAAGATCGTGATAGTATGTCATGGTATGTAAATAAGTATGGATTTGGTAAGATATATAGTTTGTATGATCCAAAAACTTATGAAAAATTTGGGCTAAATATACAAGATAATCATCACATTATGGATTTTGCATCAAGTGATAATCGTGTAGATATTTTAGATTGGTATATCGAATCAGGATATCAACTTCATTATTCAAATAAAGCCATTAATTCTGCATCTGTCAAAAATAATATTGATGTATTAAATTGGTGGTTATATTCTGGATTAGATTTAAAATATGACCGAAGTGCTATCGATATTGCGTCAGCTTATGGAAATATTGATGTATTAAATTGGTGGTTGAATAGTGGATTAGAATTAAAATATTCAAAAAATAGTGTATGTATAAATATATATTTAAATTTTAAACCAAGTCAAACTATTATAATTAATACATTAAATTGGTGGCTACAATCTGGTTTAGAAATAAAATATGATGAATCCGTTATTGATACAGCTTGTAGAAAAAATGATATTGAAATATTTAATTGGTGGATTAATTCTGGTCTAGAATTAAAATATACAAACAATGCTATTAATAATGCATCGTCAGGTGGTTATTTTGATATATTAGATAAATGGTTAGACTTATATACCAATTTTAATATTGAATTAAAATATGATGAGCATACAATTGATTACAGCCCATTTGGTGACAATACTATTGCAATTTTATCGTGGTGGAAAAAATCCAATTTGGAAATCAAATACAGTGATATGTTAACTTCGAATATAATTTGTTTGGATAGAATTGATATATTTGAATTTATGTTGGCAAATAGTATGGAAATCAAATGCAGTAATACAATAATGAATGGTATAAAAAGTTCTGAAATGTTAAATTTTTGGATTGATAATAATTTACCAATTAAATATTCTGAATCTTCCATGGATTATGCGAGTGAAGATGTATTAAATATGTGGCTTAAAAGTGGATTAGAATTAAAATATTCTGAAGAATCCATAGATATTGCTTTTCGAAGAAATCGAAAAAATATATTGGATTGGTGGTTAAAATCTGGTTTACCAATTAAACATTCTAAATATGCGTATTCTGGTAAAAAAGGAAAAGATTATGATCAATCTACTATCCAATGGTGGCAAGATTCTGGTTTACCTTTAGAATATATCGAAAGAATAACAATTAGTAAAAATTGACTTGATTGATATGTTTAATATAAGAATATTGTTATATTAAGCATATTATTAAATGTATGTCACTGTAAAAACAAATTATGTCAATCCATTAATTCCAAAAGAATATCTTAGTGATGATACTAAAATAACAGTCACTAAATTAGAATATGTACATTTATATTATCATTTGGGGGAATTATTAGTTAATATTATTTTACCTAATAAAATAAATATTGATCATAATCAAACATCACAACAAATAGATAAATATGAATTAGGTGAAGTTTATTCATTGTATGATTTAAAAACTTATGATAAATTTGATTTGAATATACAAGATAATCATCATATTATAAATTTTGCATCTCGTGATAATCGATTAGATTTTCTAAATTGGTATTTAGGATCGGGATATATTCCACATTATTCGGTGGGAGCATTAAATTCTGCTTCTTGTAATGGTAATTTTGAAGTTTTAGATTGGTGGTTAAATAGTGGATGGGAATTAAAATATGATACACAAATTATAAATTTTGCGTCTATCTATGGAAACATTGACATATTAAATTGGTGGCTAAATAGTGGATTAGAATTAAAATATGATACCAATGCAATAAATTTAGCGTCTTGTTATAATAATATAAAAATATTAGATTGGTGGTTAGCGAGTGGATTAGAATTAAAATATGATGAAAAAAGTATATTGGCAGCATGTACTAGTCCAAAAAATTTACATAAATTTCCAAAAAATTATCCAATAGAATATGATGATGTTCAAACAGATATTAAAACTTTGAATTGGTGGATTAATAGTGGATTAAAATTAAAATATAATGAATTAGTTGTAGATGGTATTTCTGCTGATGGTAATATTGATGTATTGAATTGGTGGTTTCAATCTGGTCTAGAATTAAAATATACTAACGAAGCCATGGATAATGCATCGAAAAATGGCCACTTTAATGTATTAGATAAATGGTTAGAAATGTATATCAATCATGGAATTGAATTAAAATATTCTGGAGCATCTATTGATAATGTGTCTAATGGAGTAGATATGATTGAATTATTAACATGGTGGATTAAATCTGATTTGAAAATAAAATATACTCGTAATTTTATAATAAAAATATTAAAATCTGGAAAAATAAATGTATTGGATTTTATGATAAAAAATTATTTGGAAATTAAGTGTGATGATAAATTATTGGACACGATAATCAATTCAAATAATAATTTATTAAATATATTTTCTGATAATAATATTTGCAGTCAGAATATATTAAGTTTATTATCTGGTCAATCTATGAGTTGTTCAGAAATATTAGATTATGTTAGTTGTCCAGAAATTTTAGATTTTTGGATTAAAAATGATTTGCCAATAAAATATTCAAATATGGCAATTGATAATGCTTTCCAAGACAATAATATTGGTGTATTAAATTGGTGGTTAAAATCAGGTTTACCAATCAAACATTCTAAATATTCTATTATTATTGATAAAAATAAATGTAATCGATCTACTATTCAATGGTGGCAAGATTCAGATTTATCTTTTGAATATCTAGAAAAAATTATTTAAATACTGTTTTATTTAAATAATATTATCTACTCATGTCTAAAATTCTTCGTTTAAATCAAAGTACCATGCCTTGGAATTATTTACCAAGAGGACAGATACATAATAGAATAGTGGCTTTTGAAGGATATCGACATGAATCTGTATCACATTATCCTATATTTAATGCTGAAACTGTATTTGTGGATGCTTGTGATAAAAATTTTGTATATTTTTGGATAGGTAAATATATGTTTCCTAAAATAAAAAATTTATATTTAGCATCACATCCTTGTGAACCTTGTTTTTTTACTCGAGATTTTGATAAAGTTTATCTTCTTAATGATTACAGCACCTATAAAAATAGATGGGCTAAAAATTTAGATCATGTTCAATTGATTGATTCCGATACTTATCGATCATTGAGAGATAAGTTAGAACCAGAATGTATTATTATTTGAATTAAAATTGAATTTATTTTATATTAGATACAACTTTATAATTGTTTAATAGTATATTTACCACCATTCTACCACCATGCCACTATATATTCTAGAAATCAATCAAAATCGTCATGTTTATAAGACTAAAAACATAACGATTTTATATAAATATATTATTGATCATATCAATGATTTTTATGATTTATTTTATAATATGCTCTATACAGATAGTTTGTTGAGATTTAGACTACCTGAATTATATCGAGAAACACCAATTATACCATTTATTCGTTCCAAGTGGCATAAAATCAAAGACTTGATAAAAAATCGATTGAAAGATGTAGATGCTAAAACTTTTTTTTCTGAAATCGAGGGTGCCGATTATGAAGGTAAATCACCAGACATTGAAGTTGAAATTAAATTCAATGAAATTCGAAAAATTGAAAAAATTATTTGATTATCTTAAAATTATATTTATAATTATTAAAATAATCAAATCAAATGTCATTGGAAATTTTAGCGCACAAAATTTTGGAATCGAAAAATTTCGAAGAGTTTGAAAAAAATAATAATAGTTTCAAAAATTATGTCCAAAAAATATTACACACAATTGAACCAAATATTAATAATAATCATAATATCATCAAAAATGCTTTTGATATTCCCGGCTTGTGGTATATTCCTCATTATCTATCCAACGATATCATTAAATCAATTGAGGAAAAAATAACCAAAATCAAATTTGAACCTATTACCAATTCATCCAATTCTAGACTAGTTGCTCATTTTGGTTATCGATATTCGTATGATAGATCTGGTGTACAACCAGCTATTCCCATACCAATTGATTTATCTAATTTAGTATCTATGGATTATATCAATAATATAATTGGTAAAAAAATTATTGGAAAAGAATTTGATCAACTTATTATCAATGAATATAAACCTGGACAACAAATTTCTTTTCATACAGATCATACTAAACAATTTGGTCCAATAATTGCTTGTATCACTATTTGTGAATCAGTTCCAATCAAATTTAAAAATGGTAATAATATAAAAGAAATTAATATAGAAACAGGATCCATATATATTATGACTTGCGAATCCAGATATCAATGGCAACATAGTTTAAAAAATAATAATCAAGGAACAAGATACAGCTTAACATATAGAACTATTCAATAAAAATTGATTATCTAATATTTGTCATAAATATTAGATAATAATAATAAGTATTAAATGTATTTTATGGTTAGTTTTGCGAATCCAAATATTGGAAACGATGAAAATAATAATGATGAATATGATATACTAATAACTAAACTTGAATATCTTCATCAGTATTATATTTTGGGAACATATTTAACTATCATAATTTTACCAATAGATGATCCTGAATTTGTCATTAAAGAAAACAAAGATAAAACATCATGTACAATTAATAAATGTAGTTTTGGTAATACTTATTCTTTGTATGATTTAGAAACATATCAAAAATTCAATTTAAAAATAGAAGATAATGATCATCTGTTAGACTATGCATCTGGAGATAACAATTTAGAATTTTTAAATTGGTATGTCGAATCAAATTTAACACTAAAATATTCAACTATGGCTTTAACATTAGCATCCAAAAATAATCATATTAATGTATTAAATTGGTGGTTAAATAGTGGATTAGATTTAAAGTATAATTCCCAAGCAATAGATTTGGCATCAATATCTGGCAATATTGATGTTCTAAATTGGTGGCTGAATAGTGGTTTAAAATTATTATATACAAAATATAGTTTGATATTAGCATTAGAAAAATATAGTTTGAAATTAGCATTAGAAAAATTATCTGGAGAAAAAAAATTTATTAAAATTTTGGATTGGTGGATATCTTCAGGTTTGAAACTTGAATATGATGAAACATTGATTGATGAAATTTGTTTCTTAGGTTATATTGATGCTTTGAATTTATGGTTTGATTCTGGCTTGGAATTAAAATATACTAATGAAGCGATAAATGATGCATCATCCAATGGATTTATTAATATTTTAGACCGATGGAAAAAAATGCACAATGATTATGGAATTGAATTAAAATATTCTGAAAAAAGTTTGATGATATGGAATGAAAATTATATTGAAATATTTGATTGGTGGAATAAATCCGGTTTAGAGCTAAAATATTCTTACAAGTTAATTAATTTTTACATATCTTACGATAGAATAGATTTATTAGATTGGATGATAAATAATCATATGGAAATAAAAAATAATAATACAATGGATTTAATGATAAGTAAAAATATGTTAGATTGGTGGATTAATAACGATTTACCATTGGAATATACAAATTCAGCAATGGATAATACAGAGAAAATTGATGTATTAAATTGGTGGCTTAATAGTGGATCAGAATTAAAATATTCTGAATCTAGTTTAGATACTTCTTATTATAAGAATATTGATATACTTGATTGGTGGATTACGAGTGGATTAACTTTAAAATATTCAAATAAATTTATTGATGAAGCATTTGCTTTTAATCGAGTAGATATATTAAATCGTTGGATGGAGTCAGGATTACCAATTAAACATTCTAAAAACTCAATTGTTAAAAGAATTGGTAAATTTGATTCTTCTTGTAATATGTCTACCATTACCTGGTGGAAAGATGCTGGTTTACCCATTGAGTATTTAGAAAATATTGATTTAAATGCCAAAAAATCTTACGCACGTTTTCATGATGATGATGATGATAATGATGATGATGATGATAGTGATGATGACAATAATGAGAATGATACTTACCGTAATGAATTATTAGATATTATCGAATTATTATCGTAATTAAAAATTTTAATTACAATTAAAATTTTTAATCAATAGAAATATCAATATATTCATTTTTATATTGATTGAAATATTCTTGACAAGATTCTTGGATACGCATTGTAAAGAACTTATTATAAGTAATATCATCAATTTTAGATCTAATCGATTGATGTTCTTTAACAATATTATCAATCACATCAATTAATATATTTTTTATTTCACCTGATAATAATTTACCTGTTGCATAATCTGTAGATATTTTTTCAAGCATTTCATCATCAGACAAAAAATGTACCAAATAAATATAAGCAATATCAACTTGAAGATTAGCACCAAGTAATCTTTGTTCTTGAATAGTATCACGACCACCAGAAAATGCAAATTTTCTGATGTTTTTAGTAATAGTAGCACGATTGTCATTCAAAAATATTGATGGTATATTTCCAGTTGTACTCGCTTTATTATTAATACCAGATAAACCCGGTAAAAATTTACTACAAATTAGAGCTGGTTTAGGATATCCTAAACTAGCTGCCATTTCACGACCAGATCTAAAATAAGGTGCTTGATCTATCGCACATGGCACCAAACACATAACATCACGACGGTCACCAAATAAATGAGGAAATGCTCCACACATAGCTGGTGCCTGTTCATATGGTGCCCAAGATATTTGACCTAAATTAACATCATCTTTAAATCCATATATTTTTTTAGCAACGTGAACACTTGATCTTTTGTTTATGGATGCAATTAATGGTTTCATGTATGGTCCATATTTAAAACTGCTAAAAATAAAAGTTTTATCAACATTAAAACCACAAGCTATAATATCTAATGCATTACCTTTGGTATATGACATAAAATCGCGCAATGTTCCTGATTTAAAATAAAATTTTTCTTCATCAGACATTTCAATAACTACCCAACAATCCAATATTTTTTGTAACCAAGCGGTAAACATCATGGGTACCAAATGACCAAGATGCAAACTGTCTGCAGATGGACCTCTACCTGTGTAAATATAAACAGGTTTACCAGATTTTTTGGCAGCCAAAATTTTATCAAAATCTTGGTGTGCATAAAATATATTTCTAGATAAAAGTGGATGTATGTCATCAGATAATTGCTTAATTGATTTTATGATATTATCATCAATATGTTGTAATCCAAACTGTTCAATCATAATATTATAATCAAAACCATTTTCACTTGATACTTCGTGTGGAGTAACAATTTGCATATTTATTATATATATATAATAATGATTGAATTATAAATAAATCGATAATAATTTAAATTTTCAATTATTTTGGACTGAAAAATTGATTAATCATTTGATTAATGTGATAATTAAACAATAAGTTTTTTATTAAAATGTCAATCATAGATATTCTTGATATAGATGTTATCATGTGCATATTGGATTATTTGAAAGATTATGATAAAATGAATTTTATGATGACTTGTAAAGAATATTATGATTTGAGGAGTAATATAAATTATACTAATTTATATGAATATGATTTTATTAAAAAATTGCCTATTATAAATAGATTCAAAAGACTTGTTTATAGAGATAAAATATTTGATAATAACATATCGATTAATAAAACTATTCAAAAATATTATGTAAAATATCTATCTTACCATATTCCAATAAATGTTACTCACTTGATTTTTTTAGATAACTTTAATCAAAATATAAAGGATTATATTCCAAATAGTATCACTCATTTAACTTTTGGAGATCGTTTTAATCAAGATATCAAAAATTGTATTCCAAATAGTATTACACATTTATTTTTTGGATCTGATTTTAATCAAAATATTAAAGATTGTATTCCAAATAGTGTTATCCATTTAACTTTTGGATCTGATTTTAATCAAAATATTAAAGATTGTATTCCAAACAGTGTTACACATTTAACATTTGGGCGGAAATTTAATCAAGACATCAAAAGTTGTATTCCTAATAGTGTGACTCATTTAACTTTTGAATCTGATTTTAATAGAGATATTAAAGATTGTATTCCAAATAGTGTGACTCATTTAACTTTTGGATGTAAATTTAACCAAGATATAAAAGATTGTATTCCAAAAAGTGTGACTCATTTGGAATTTGGATATTATTTTAATAAAAATATCAAAGATTGTATTCCGAATAGTGTTACTCATTTAAAATTTGGAAATGGTTTTGACCAAAATATCAAAAATTGTATTCCGAATAGCGTCACTTGTCTGGAATTTGGACATTATTTTAATCAAGACATCACGAATTGTATTCCGAATAGTGTCACTCATTTAACTTTTGGAAGGAAATTTAATCAATATACAAAAAATTGTATTCCAATTAATGTAACTCATTTAATTTTTCACGGTAAATTTAACAAAAATATCAAAGATTACATTCCTAATAGTGTAACTCATTTAGAATTTAGATGGGATTTTAATCAAAATATCAAAAATTGTATTCCAAATAGTGTTACTCATTTAACTTTTGGACGATGTTTTAATCAAAGTATAAGAGATTGTATTCCTAATAGTGTGACTCATTTGACTTTTTATAAAGAATATGACAAAAATATCAAGTTATGGATTCCTAAATCTGTCACACATTTATTATTCCAAAATTAAAAATATTGATTTATTATTTGATTATTAATAATAACCAAATAATAAATTTTCTATTAAAATGTCAATCATGAATATTCTTAATACAGATGTTATCATGTGTATATTGGATTATTTAAGAGATTATGATAAAATGAGTTTTATGATGACTTGTAAAGAATATTATTGTTTAAGAAATGATGTCAAATATACCAATTTATATGAATATGATATTATCATAAATTTAACTTTTAGCAATAAATTTAAAAGACTTGTATATCGAGGTCAGATACCAAATACAGATGTATCCATTATAAAACATAATAAAGAATTTTTAGTAAAAGATTTAGATAAACCTGTTCCAAATAATGTCACTCATTTAACTTTTGGACATGAATTTAATCAAAATATTGATGGGTATATTCCAAATACTATTACTGATTTAACTTTTGGATTTTATTTTAATAAAAGTATTAAAAATTGTATTCCTGATAGCGTCACTCATTTAACTTTGGGATGGAATTTTAGTCAGAATATAAAAAATAATATTCCTAATAGTGTCACTCATTTAACTATTAAAGCTAATATAAATGAAAATATAAAAAATTGTATTCCTAATACTGTGACTCATTTAACTTTTGGAAATAATTTTAATCAAGATATTCACAATTGTATTCCTAATAGTGTTACTCATTTAACTTTTGGATGGGATTTTAACCAATATATCAAAAATTGTATTCCGAATAGTGTCACTAATTTAACTTTTGGACATAATTTTGATCGAGAAATTAAAGATTATATACCTCATAATGTGACTCATTTAATTTTTGGATCGTGTTTTAATCGAGAAATTAAAGATTGTATTCCCAATAGTGTTACTCACTTAATTTTTGGAGATAATTTTAATCGAAATATCAAAAATTGTATTCCCAATAGTGTTACCTTGTCCCCGGAGGGGCAGGTTAAAGAGAAGGTTTTATCTTCTCGACTAACTCATTTAACTTTTGGATGGGAATTTAATAAAGATATAAAAGATTGTATTCCCAATAGTGTTACTCATTTAACTTTTGGATCCAATTTTAATCGAGAAATTAAAGATTGTATTCCCGATAGTGTTACTCATTTAACTTTTGGATGGCAATTTAACCAAGATATAAAAGATTGTATTCCAAATAGTGTCACTCATTTGGAATTTGGAAATTATTTTAATCATAATATCAAAGATTGTATTCCTAATAATGTGACTCATTTGACTTTTTATAAAGAATATGACAAAAATATCAAGTTATGGATTCCTAAATCTGTGACTCACTTGTTATTCAAAAAGTAATAAAAATTTGATTTATTATTTGATTGTTATGATAATTGAATAATAAAATTTCACTAAAATGTCTACAACAGATATTCTTAATACAGATGTTATCGTATATATATTAGATTATTTGAAGGATTATGACAAAATAAATTTTATGATGACTTGTAAAGAATATTACTGCCTAAGAACTGGTATCAATTATACCAATTTATATGAATATGATATCGTCAAAAAATTACCCATTGCAAATAGATTTAAAAGACTGGTGTATCGAGGTCAAATACCAGATACATCTGAAAATAAATATTATAGTATAAGATATTTTTATGAATCAATACCTGATAATATTACCCATTTAGAATTTGAATGTAATATTGATGACGATGTTAATGACAGTTTTTGTTTATCGCTATTTTTACGCAAAAATCACAAAAATTTATCAAAATTAACTCATTTAAAATTTGGAAATAATTTTAATCAAAATATCAAATGGTGTATTCCTCATGGCGTGACTCATTTAATTTTTGGTCACAGTTTTAATCAAAAGATAAAGTATTGTATTCCAGATAGTGTGACTCATTTAACTTTTGGATATGAATTTAATCAAAATATTAAAAATTGCATCCCAGATAGTGTTACTCATTTAACTATTAATACTAATATAAATAAAAATGTCCAAAATTGCATTCCTGGTAGCGTCAGTCATTTGACTTTTGGATATCATTTTGATAAAAATATTTTTAATTGTATTCCGGATAGCGTGACTCATTTAACTTTTGGAGATTCATTTAATGGAAATATATACAATTACATTCCCAATAGCGTTACTCATTTAACTTTTGGGTATTATTTTAATAAAAATATATACAATTGTATTCCAAATAATGTAACTCATTTAACTTTTGGAGATTTGTTCAATCAAAATATCCAAGGATGTATTCCAAGTAATGTTACCCATTTAACTTTTGGAGATTCATTCAATCAAAATATCCAAGGATGTATTCCGAATAGCGTGACTCATTTAATTTTTGGACGTGATTTTAATCAGGATATTAAAAACTGTATTCCAGCTAGTGTAACTCATTTAACTTTTGGACATGATTTTAATCAAAAAATATACAATTGTATTCCTAATAATATGAGGCATTTAACTTTTGGGAGTCGGTTTAATCAAGATATAAGAGATTGTATTCCTGATAGTGTCACTCATTTAACTTTTGGAGATTGGTTCAAACAAGATATTAATAATTGCATTCCGAATAGTGTGACTCATTTAACTTTTGGAGAATTTTTTGATCAAGATATCACGAATTGTATTCCTAATAGTATTGTTTATTTAAAATTTGGTGATGCTTTTGATCAAAATATTAATAATTGTATTCCTGACAGTGTTAAATATTTAGAATTTGGAATAGGTTTTAATCGTCCCATTCAAGAATGTATTCCCAACAATATTACCTTGAATAAAAAGAAGATTTTACCTTCTCAATTAACACATTTAGTTTTTGGTGATATTTTTAATCAAGATATCAAAGATTGTATTCCAGCAAGTATAACTCATTTAACTTTTGGATGTTGTTTTAATCAAGATATCAAAGGGTGTATTCCGGCTAGTGTCACCAATTTGACTTTTGGATATAGATTCAATAATAATATCAAAGATTGTATTCCAAACAATGTGACTAATTTAACTTTTGGACATGATTTTAATCAAAATATTGATAATTGTATTCCAGCTAGTGTTACTCATTTAACTTTTTTTAAAGAGTATAATAAGGATATTAAATTATGGATTCCAAATAGTGTAACCCATTTATTATTTAGGTATTAATAAAAATTTGATTTATTATTTAATTATCATAATAATTAAATAATAAATTTTCATCTAAAAAATGTCAATAACAGATATTCTGAATATAGATGTTATCATATGTATATTAGACCATTTAAAAGACCATGATAAAATGAGTTTTATGATGACTTGTAAAGAATATTATAATTTGAAATATAGTATCAATTATACCAATTTATATGAATATGATTATGTTAAAAAACTACCAATTATAAATAGATTCAAAAGACTTGTTTATAGAGGTGAAATACCAGATAATAATAAATCCATCAATGAAAATAGTAATAAATATTTGGTGAATAGTTTAGATAAAAAAATTCCAGAAAATGTGACTCATTTAACTTTTGGAAATTATTTTAACCAAGATATAAAGGGATGTATTCCAAATTGTGTAACACATTTAACTTTTGGACATGATTTTAATCAAGATATTAAAGATTGTATTCCGAATAGTGTAACACATTTAATTTTTGGATCCAAGTTTAATCAGAATATCAAAAATTGTATTCCTGATGGTGTTACTCATTTAATTTTTGGATGGTGTTTTAATCAAAATATTAAAGATTGTATTCCTAATAGTGTAATTCATTTAAAATTTGGAAGTATTTTTAATCAAAACATCAAAGATTGCATTCCTAATAATATCACTTATTTAAAATTTGGGTGTAATTTTAATCAAGATATCAAAGATTGTATTCGCGTGCGTATACACGCAGAGAAAATAGCGCTGCGCTGTATTCCTAATAGTGTTACCTTTTCCCCGGAGGGGCAGGTTAGAGAGAAGGTATTACCTTCTCGACTAACTCATTTAATTTTTGGGAATGGATTTAATCAAAATATCAAAGATTGTATTCCTAATAGTGTTGTTTATTTAAAATTTGGATCTAATTTTAATAAAGATGTCAAAAATTGTATTCCAGATAATGTTACTCATTTAATTTTTGGATGGCGTTTTAATCAAAATATTAAAGATTGTATTGCATTGTCTCAAGAGAAGGTTAGAAATAAGGTATTATCTTCTCAACTAACTCATTTAACTTTTGGATATTATTTTAATCAAGATGTCGAGGATTGTATTCCAAATAGTGTCACTCATTTAACTTTTGGTAAGAAATTTAATAAAAATATCAAAAATAGTATTCCAAATAATGTCACTCATTTGATTTTTGGACAAGATTTCGATAAAGATATCAAGGAATGTATTCCTAATAGTGTCACTCATTTAATTTTTGGTAAATGTTTTGATCAAAATATAAAAGATTGTATCCCAAATAGTGTCACTCATTTAACTTTTGGTAAATATTTTGATCAAGATATCAAAGGGTGTATTCCTAATAGTGTCACTCATTTAACTTTTGGTAAATATTTTGATCAAGATATCAAAGGGTGTATTCCTAATAGTGTCACTCATTTAACTTTTTATAAAGAATATAATAAAGATATTATCTCATGGATACCCAATACAGTCACTCATTTATTATTTTTATATTAATAAAAATTGATTAATTATCATATTATGGTCATAATATGATAATTAAATTCACCATAAAAATGTTTCTAACAGATATTTTTAATATTGATATCATATTATGTATTTTAAATTTTTTAAATGATTGTGATAAAATGAATTTTATGAAAACTTGTAAAGAATATTATAATTATAGAAATTGTATTAATTACACTGATATTTATGAATATGATATAATTAGAAAATTATCTTTCAAAAATAGATTTAAGAGACTTATTTATCAAGATTATATACCGAACACTAAGACAATAAATAATGATGGCGCAAATAAATTTTATTTTTATATGAAAAAATTAGATGAACCAATTCCCAATGAAACTACACATCTTATTTTTAAAAATAAAATTTTTAATCCACTATTTCCTATTCCAAATAGTGTCACATACTTGAAATTTAAAAAACCAATTGTAGATATGGTGATTCGCATTCCAGATAGTGTAATAAATTTAAAAATTAAAGGTTGGATTAATGATTGGTCTATAATCCCAAATAGTGTAACTCATTTAAAATTTGGAAAATTTTTTGATCAAGAAATTGAATATATTCCGAATAGTGTAACTCATTTAAAATTTGGAAAATTTTTCAATAAATCAATATGGAATAGTATTCCCGATAGTGTCACACATTTAACTTTTGGGAAAAAATTTAATCAAAATATCAAAGGTTGTATTCCTAATAATGTGACTTATTTAACTTTTGGAAATGGGTTTAATCAAAATATCAAAGGTTGTATTCCTAATAATGTGACTTATTTAACTTTTGGAAATGGGTTTAATCAAAATATCATAGGTTGTATTCCTAATAATGTGACTTATTTAACTTTTGGAAATGGGTTTAATCAAAATATCATAGGTTGTATTCCTAATAGTGTCACTCATTTAACTTTTAGATATTCTTTTAATCAAAATATCAAAGGATGTATTCCAAATAGTGTCACTCATTTAACTTTTGGAAAATTATTTAATCAAAATATCAAAGGATGTATTCCAAATAGTGTCACTCATTTAACTTTTGGAAAATTATTTAATCAAGATATCAAAGGTTGTATACCTAATAGTGTGACTCATTTAACTTTTGGTGAGGAATTTAATCAGAATATATATAATTGTATTTCAAATAATATCACTCATTTAACTTTTGGAAAATGTTTCCAAAAAAACATCAAGGATTGTATTCCAAATAATGTGACTCATTTAACTTTTGGAAATTGGTTTAATCAAGATATAAAGGATTGTATTCCAAATAGTGTGACTCATTTAATTTTTGGAGAATGTTTCAATCAAGATATAAAGGATTGTATTCCAAATAGCGTGACTCATTTAACATTTGGAGAAAAATTTAATCGAAGTATTAAAAATTCAATACCAAATAATGTAACTCATTTGACTTTTGGAAAATATTTCAATCAAAATATTAATGGTTGTATACCAAATAGTGTAATTCATTTAACTTTTGGGCATGAATTTAGTTACAATATCAAAGATTGTATTCGCACAAGTGTCACCTTGTCCCCAGAGGGACAGGTTAGAGAGAAGACAATGCCTTCTCGATTAACTCATTTAACTTTAGGAGCTTTTTATACTCAGAGAGTTAAAGATTATAATAAAAAAAATTTCAAATTATGGATACCTAATACAGTTACTCATGTATTATTTTCTCATTGGCTTGGTTGGTATCAAGAATAGATTTTTAAATATGTATTTGTTTGATGAAAAAATTGATTTTTGATCATATAAATTGTAAACATGTATTATTATTATTATTAAGTAGCTATGTCAGCTATTGATATTTTATATGATGATGTTATTATTGCTATTTTTGATTTATTGGATGATAAAAACAAATTAATTTTATCTACAGTCAGTAAAAAATTTTACAATTTGTTACATTTGGTAACTTTCAATGAATTAGTGGATTATCATTGTATTAAAAATCTATCTTATTATAATAGGTTTAAGCAAGTTAGTTATGTTGTTCAATATATTGATTATCCAAATGAAATAATTCCACCAGGAATTACTCATTTGATTTTTTCTGATGATTTTAATTATAGCATTGATAATTTTATTCCGGAAGGTGTAACTGATATAACTTTTGGGAAAAAATTTAATCATGATATAAAAAATAATCTTCCAAAAAGTGTAAAGCGCATAATTTTCGGAGATAGTTTTAATCAATCAATTGATAATGCTATTCCTTATGGCACTAAACAAATAATATTTGGTGAAGATTTTGATCAACCAATACAAAATGCTATTCCTGATACCGTTGAATTTTTGAGATTTGGTCGCTGTTTCGATCAATCAATAGAAAATGCTATTTCTGCTAATATTAAATATTTATATTTTGGCTATTATTTTAATCAACCATTAATTTATCCATCCAATGATGGAATTAAATCTGCATTACCTGATGGTTTGTTGAGTTTAACTTTCGATCAACATTTCGATCAACCGATTATTGGATCCATTCCGGATAGTGTCATTTATTTGAAATTTGGAAATAATTTTAATCAACCAATTCAACAAGCACTACCTCCTAATCTTAAACATTTATATTTTGGAAAATACTTTAATCAATCAATCGATGGGGCTATTCCTGATACTGTTGAATATCTAAAATTTGGTGAATATTTCAATCAACCGATTATTGGAGTTATGTCTAATAATCTTGTCAGTTTGAAATTTGGTGATCATTTTAACCAATCAATCACAGGAATTATTCCTGTTAATGTTGAAATATTAACATTTGGTAATTATTTTAATAAACCAATTCAAAATAATATTCCCAAGAATATTAAAACTATAACATTTGGTGATAATTTTAATCAACCCATTAAAAATGCTATTCCCAATGGTGCGACACATTTAAAATTTGGAAAAGAATTCAATCAAACACTTGTAAAATCATTACCACCGAGTGTAACTAATATTGAATTAGGATTTAAATTCTGTCAATCAATGAAAAATGTTATGCCCAAGGATATTATTAATATCAAAATGTATGAACATTTTTATAATTCAAATAAAAAATATATACACAAAAATTTCAAAGTTGAACTTTTGAAAAAAGGTTTTTAGTTTTGTAAAAAATTGATTTATCTAATTATTGTTTAATAATTAACTAAATAAATAATGATATATTCACAAAATGAATAAAATAAATAATGATTTAACAGATATCTATCATGAAATAGATTTATGTAGAGAATATATTAATCAACCCAATACGAAAGGCCAGACTATTTTGATGTTGGCATGTATTAATCCAAATGTTAGTTTATCCACAATTAATTTGTTAATTAAAATGGGTGCTGATATTAATGGCAAAACTAATCATAATGAAACAATACTTATGTTAATATGCAAATCTAATAATCCTAATCCAAAAATAGTACATTTATTGTTAGATCATGGTATTGATATTGATGCTATGGATAATCATAAACGTACAGCTTTAACAATAGCATCAATAAATGCCAATAATACAGGTAATTTAGGAATAATGGAATTATTATTAGATCATGGTGCCGATATTAATCATTTTGATCTATATAATCATACACCTTTAATGTATGCTAGTAAATATGTAAATAAACCTAGTCATATTGATGCTGTTAAATTATTAATAAAAAAAGGCGCAAATATTAATGCGTATAAAAATATTGGCATGACAGCTTTAAAAGTATCAGTTAGATATACCAATACAACTAGTAATTTGAAAGTTATTAAATTATTAGTAAAAAATGGAGCTGATGTTAATATTTTAGCTAATAATTGTAATTATTCTATATTAATGCGCATATTAAAAAATTATAAAACAAGTAATTTTGATACTTTTATTTATCTCATTAAAAAAGGTGCAAATATTCATTATTGTAATATTAATGGATGGAATATATTAATGTTCGCATGTCGTTATATAAACCTAGATAGTATGAAAATTATAAAATTATTATTAAAAAAAGGAATTGATATTAATACTCAATCTAAGTTAGGTGCAACTTGTTTAAGTTTGGCATTTGAACATGGTAATTTAAATATTATTAATTATTTGTTTAAAAAAGGGGCTGATCCTAGATTTATTATAATAAATAAAAAAAATGCTTTAATGTTATTATGCGAGAATTTTTGCGATGAAAAATATGACGAGTTAAAAAAAATAATAAATATATTGTTGGATTCGGGTATTAATATTAATGCCCAAGATAATTCAGGTAATACGCCATTAATGATACTGGCTAAAAATAATTCAGATATTGAATTGTTAAAATTATTATTGGATTATGGATCAAATATGTTTATTGTGAATGGATCAGGCTTTGATGTTTGGCAATATATTAAAAAAAAATATGTTAGTAAAATTGTTAAACATATTACTGTCCGACAATTTGCGGATAATTGTCACAAAAAAATATTGACTAATATTAAATACCAACAAAGAAAAATATTATGGAATCCAGGAGGAATTAGACAGCAACTAATTTCATTGAATCATGGTCTACAATATTGCGAAATAGAATCCGTAATACAATGGAATAAATTTGAATTGTTTGAATATCTAGGTATCAATGATATTAGTGATTTAGTGATTAAAGTCCGAGATAATATTAAATATATTATGTCGGATGAATGAAAAAATTTGATTTTTATTAATTTATTAATGAAAATCAAAACAAATTAATTGAATAATAAATGGAATCATATTCTACCACGGAAAGTTATCAATGTTGCCCAAATATCACTTCTACTAAATTTAGTAAATTAATGTTCGCAATTATTAATGAAAATATATTACCTGAAGGATTAAAATTAGTCAAAAAATACTCCAAAAAAAAATCCAAAATAAATATCAAAAATAAAGAAGGATGGACAGCTCTTATGATCGCTTCTAGAAATTCTCGCACTTTGTCCAATGATAAAACTGTTCAAAGACTTTTAAAAAATGGAGCAAACGTAAATATTATTAATAAATATAAAGATACGCCATTACACTTAGCATCAAAATATTCTAATGGAGATAGTAGTAACGAAACTGTCAAGTTATTATTGAATCATGGTGCAAATAGTTATATTCAGAATACCATTGGTTACACACCATTAATGAGTACATGTATCAGTTCTAATACGACCAGTAATATTGATACCGTGAGATTATTATTACAACATGGAGCAAATGTTCATGTTAAAGAATCGAATGGCTGGACTGCTTTAATGATTGCATGTAAATATTCTACTTCACACAGTAATATTGAGACAATAAAATTATTATTAGATGCCGGAGCTAATATTAATGATACAAATAATGATGGATGGAATTCATTAATGATATCTTGTGAACATTGCGATTCTAGTAACATAAAAGTTATCCAATTATTATTAGAATCCGGAGCTAATATCAATTATATTAATTTTTTTGGATGGAATGTTTTAATGGTAGCGATTGCTTATAATGAAGATGATATTAATAAAATTAAAATTATTGAATTAATATTGAGTTATAAACCAAATATTAATGCTATTTCAATGAATGGTCGTAATGCTCTCTCAATGACACTTGAATATTATATTAATTCAGATGCAATCAAAATAATTAAATTACTAATTAAAGCGGGAATTAATATTAATGCTGTCAATACTAACGGCAAATCTTGTTTAATGTACGCTTTAGAACGTAAAAATGATTGTATAGAAATGATATCTATGTTGTTACATTTTGGTGCCGATATAAATCATCAAAATATTAATGATGATACAATATTATCTACTATTCTAAAAAATCCACTAGATAATTCAAAAGTGACAATAACATTAATAAATTTGTTATTCGAATATGAACCAGATATTAATCTGTTGGATACTGATGAAAAAAATTTATTACAAATAGCAATCAGTAAAAATTTGGATCGGAATATTATTAATCTTATTTTGGAATATAAAAAACATACTATGCATGCGATCGATATTAATCATATCGATAAAAATGGTACGACAGCATTAATGTATGCGATAAACCATAAAGATTCCGTGATAATTATTAATAAATTATTAGAATTTGGAGCCAATATTAATATCAAAAATAATGTTGGTTCATCAGTTCTCATATTAGCCGCAATTAATGCAGAAAAAACGGGAAACGATGATATATTAAAAATATTATTATTAAATGGAGCAGATTATACTGTTAAAAATAATAATAGATTGTTATTTTTTGATTGCGTAAAAAAAACAAATATTTTGGAATATATTAAAATAATTAACGAATTAAGTATCATCAAACATAATATGATGAGAATTCATCATGATGTTAAACGGTTGTATGCAAATATTGTTATGTCTCCGACCAGTTTAAGAACAAAAATCGCGGCTATTAAATGGCGATTGGACAATTCGAATCACAATAGTGATTTGAATGATATTATTGGTACTGAAATTTGGAAATATCTATGTCTCAATGATATTAATGACTTGTTTTGGAAAATAGCAGATATTACCAAATATTCTTTTTAAAAAATTGAAATTTTTAGTCTTAACATAGTTTTATTTATAATAGTATAATAATACTAATTATAAAATGGGTATTAATTATTCTAGTTCTAAGTCCGAAACCAATATTGTTAATTTGGTTTTATCTAGACAAAAAATTGATTATGTAGAAAATATTAGATATTTTTGTGAAAGAAATCCAGAAAATATAGATGATCCTAGTGCACTAGGATGGAGTGCATTGATGTATGCTTGTTATATTTCTACAAATAAATTTATACATGATATTATTAGAATATTAATAGATTATGGTGCTAATGTTAATTTTAAAGATAATATGTTCAATGTTACTCCATTAATGTTAGCTTGTAATGTAGCTAGTAAATCTGGTAATAATGAAATCATAAAATTATTATTAGAACGTGGTGCTCAAATTAATGTTCAAGATAAAAATGGCAACACAGCTTTAATGCATGCTTGTATCTTGTCAAACGAATATAACAATCTGAATATTATCAAATTTATAATAGAAAATGGTGCTGATATAAATATAAAAAATAATTCAGGAGAAACAGCCAAAGATATTATTGAATCATGTTATCGAGATAATTATATTTCTACCATTCGTAAATTATTATAATTTAAATAAGCTGCTTAATAAAAAATTGAAAAATAAATAATATGATATTCATATTATTTATTTTTTCATGTGACATAAATCCATTGTGATAGAAAAATTCATTCCTATACAATGAACAGGAATAATATGTGCATTGAATTATTATCAAATATGAGTAAAGTAGACAAATATAAATTATTTATAAACAATTTGTCTATATTACCCATTAAACAAATAAAAGAATGTGTATGCAATGCGATTATTAAAATGGATCCTAATAGAGAATTAATTATACAAGCTGCTTATAATCTGGATTTAGATTTGAATAAAATAATAATAGACAAAAATTATTTAGTTGAGTATACAATTAAAATAAATGATATTGTATCACTTCTTACATTGATAAAATGTAATATTGACATGGATCGTATGAAGTATATCAAAGTTCCAATTTTACACACATGTATCATATTTGATAATATTCATTTATTTAGATATTTTATCCAAAAAGGATATGATATTAATTCAATGGATATTACCAATAATACGGCTTTACATTATGCAATTCAACTAAATTCTTTTCAATACGCTAAAATATTGCTTGATAAAGGGGCTGATATTGATATTATTAATAAAAATAATAATACTGTATTAGATTGTATTTGTGGTAGAATTATTTTTAATCCTACAGGTATTTCTGAAAATGAAAATTATAGAAATAATACTTTAGAAATTTTGAAGCAAATAATATTATTAAAAAAAAATTTAAATGATAAAGAAATATGCAATATACATTTTGTATTTATACAAAAACCAATAACAAATATGCATATTGATATATTGCAAATATTATTAGATAAATATCCTAGTATTATTAATAAAACAATAGATGAATACAAAAATAATCTTGTTCATTTATCCATAATGAATAAAAACGATTTACTAGTTGATTTTTTATTAAACCAAAAAAATATAAATATATTCAAAAAAAATAACAAAGATGAAACAATATTTCATTTATTAGTTCATTATGGATATGATAAATATGTTAAACATTTTTTACAATTGTATCCGGACAATATTAATAAAATCCCAGCTAGTGATTATACTGTATTACAATATATTATTTTGCCTTATCATAATTGTATTATTCATGAAGGAACTATTTTGAAGAAAACTGAAAAAGATATACTAAATTCTATCGAGTTAATAAAAAATTATAATGCTAACATAAATCAAAGAAATATATACGGTGATAGAGCTATTGAATTGGCAATTAGATATGGTTCAATAAATATTATCAATAAAGTTGTTGAATTAGGATATAATTTTAATGAAAATAGAATTAAAAATAGAGTATATCCTGCACATAATAATAACGATATAATTTCTTTTAGCGTACAACTCGGGAAATTTGAAATCTTTAAGCATCTTATAAACATAGGTGCACCTATACATATGTATAAAAATAATGAATTGATTGTACCAAGTTCTTTAATTATGGCTATAATTTGTGGTCGCGATAATTTTATTATTTATTTATTAGATCTTGTTGAAACAAAAAATTGTTTAAAAAATCATAAAGTAAGAAATTATTTAGCTGAATTATTTATTAATTTTGGATATTGTAATAAAAAAATATTACAACAATTATTATTAAAAGAAAATGGTGATATATATCCCAATTGTATTTATAAAAAAATACGCAATTACCAAGAAAATAATAAATTAAAAATATACAAAAACAAAATGAAAAAATTTCAGAATGAAGATATTAATGACATAGATATATTAATAACCGTATATATTATGTTGAATATATTTATTGTTATATATAATAATCAAGAAGGAGGTTGTTCCACTATATTGGAAAATTTGATTGATAAAATGATCAATATTATTGGTTCAAAAAATATATATATTTCACATATATTTAATATTGTAACCTATTTTATCGATTTTCATAATTTTTACGAACTAGGTTATTGTATAAATATAATAAATGATCCGGCAAATTTGTATAACAAAGAACATTTAAAAAAGCAGTTATGCGCATATCGTAAAATGAATATGTTTAATAAAATTAACAAAATATATAATGCGATAAATATTTTTGATAATTTACTTAGATGTTATGGATTCAATATGGATTCTAATATTGATTCTGGTTTTATTTTTGATACTAATTATGAATCAGAATCAGAATCTAATATCAAACATAAAAATTTTGATTATTATGATGGTGATTTAAATATGGTAATTGACACAATAGATATAATATTAAATAGTATTAATAAATCAAAAAAAAATACCCAACTTATTACAAACAATATTGATACAAATAATATTGATGATATTGATGATATAGATGATATCAATATGATTAACAAAGATTTATTAAATAAATCAGATACAAATTTATTTAATATATTATTTATTGATGAAAATTTTGATGATATTGATGATATTGATGATATTGATGACAATGATGAAATAGTAAATAATATAAATTTATCAAATGATAAAAATAGTTTATCAAAATCAAAACAAATCAATAATTTAAGAAAATTTAAATTATCAAAATATGATATTTATCACATTAATAAATCTCTATACAATTTATGTTATCCGATAAGATTTGAAAATCATGATATAATTCGAGATTTGTTGTGTGAAACAAATTTATACACAAAATCCAGCGAAAAAATAACTATATATGATAATCATCATAAAATTATCGCGATGGTTTATCCAATGAAAAATGCAACAGATAATTTTACCAGCAATAAAATTAGTTCTAAAAAAAGACCAACACAATGGATTAAATCATATGCTCCAAATATATGTGGCGAAGGAAAACGTGATACTTACCATATGTTTCCATTTATTCTTGATTGGTTATTACTAAAATGGAGTTGTATCGAAAAGAATTCAATAGATAAAATTAATCCAGGAAAACGAATATTTTATTATTATTTCCTCGGTGAAATAATAATAAATGGTCAAACTATTAAGGGTTGTTTTGAATATTTTATAAATAATAATGGTAGTCTTTTTCATAGATTATTTAAAGAAATTGATCGTGTGCCACAAAAAATTATTAACGAAATACTTAAATTAAATTAAATTAAAATAAATTAAATAAAATTAAAATATTGTAAATACACAAAAATTAAATTAATTTAGTTTTTATGTATTCATAATATACCCTCAATATCTATTTTTTCTACAATAATTTTTTTCTTGGATTGATCAATTTTATATATTTCATTTTTGATATGATCAGTTTCGAATTCTAAATTATTAACTAATGTTCTGCATTCAATATAATTGCTAATTAATTCTAACATATCATTATTATCATCATCTAATTTAGTATTTATTTCTTCAAGACGTGACATAATTTTTTCAATAGACAGATTAGACTTTGATTTGGATTTTTTATTAGATTTAAGAGATTTACATAAATCATTATATTCTTGTTTCATTTCATCTAATCGTTCGATCGCTTTTTTATAATTAACTAGTTTATTACTCGTTTTTTTACATTCTTTGATTTTGATTAATCTTTGTTCTAATTCAGCATCTATAATAGTTGCCATCGATTAATATTTTAATATTAATCAAACTTTAAATCATATGTACCATCCAAGAAACATATTTGACATGATTTAGATAATTTTAACTCTGATAATGTTTTTATTTCTTTTCCCGTACAATCAATAATATTAGGTTTTGCGATTTTATCATATTTTACTTGCAGCATTTCCAAAGATTGTTTATATGTTGCCATACTTTGTATTATTTTATTACATGATATTGAAATATGATTATCTAGATTATTTATATGACTAGATACCAAATTATGTGCATTAATTTCTGTTTCAGTAATATATTGAAATAAATTTGAAATTTTATCAAAAATTTTTATTTTTGAATTTTTTAAATTATTAATATGATTCACCATAATATTTTCTAATTGCTCTATTATTAAATTATGGCGACGAGATATTTTTTCTTCACAATGAACCAAATACTCGTGTTTTAAGTTCATAAAATTGATCAATTTATGATCAATTCTGGATAATAATTCTTTAATTTTTTTACCAGAATCCAAATTTTCTATCGTAATATTTTGTGCAACAGCTGTAGGTGTAATAAAAGATTTAGCACATACTAAATCAGCGATTGAAGTATCAATTTGATGTCCAATTCCTGTAACAATCGGAATGACAGAATTATGAATAGATATTGCCATTTTTTCTTCATTAAAACAAGCCAAATCTTCTTTTGATCCACCTCCACGAATTAATACAATAATATCCACTGTATTATGTTGATTAGCCAAATTAATTGCTCTAGTAATTTCATTCACAGCTGTTTGTCCTTGAACAGTTGCCGGATATAAATATATTTGTTTACCTCGACAGCGCTGTGTAATTGTATGAAGAAAATCACGCATACCGGCCGCATTTATGGATGAAATAATACCTATTTTATTATAATTATTATTAATGATTGGTTTGTTGTCAAAATATCCTAATTTACCTAATTTTTTCTTTAAAATTTCAAATTGATTAGTATCATCAAATCCTATTTTTGTGTATGCTAAAATAATTAATTGTATTTGAGAATTATATATGGTTAATCTACCTGTAATATTAATTTTATCGCCAGTTTTTAACAAACTGGTATAAGTACTTGCATATATCACGGCTGAAATTATTCCGGTAGCATCACGAATTTTCATAAAAGCCATATTTTTGTGCTCACTTACATGAGTAACATCAACAGTTAATTTTATTACATGTATACGAGGATTATTTGCAATACTATCATTTATTGTTTTTAGAATATCACTAATGCTAATAGTATTATTTTTTGATGGTATAATTTGTTGCGTTTTTGTGTAATTTATTTCGGATTCTGTATCTGATTGAAAATCAACATTATCAATATCAGTATCACTATTAATATTATCACTCATAATATATGAATATGATAAATAGTTTTTAAATATAAATATTCTCGCATTATAACATATTACGATGAGTAAATTAATAAATTCAATACCATTAGATTCAGAATCGTCCGATCAAAAAATAAATTTAATTTCTGATCCACTCATTCATCCTGAAATGAATCAATTAATTCCACAAAAATTACATGATCGATTAAATTATATGTATTTTTTCTCAGATTTTAATGATTCATATAATATTGAATTATGTACAGAATTATCTGCTTCTAGTGATATTATTTTTAAAGAAACTGATAAATTAGTTTCATTACATATTGATTATATCATTTATAAAAGTAGTTTATGGAACGAAAATGATATTGATATCACTTTATATGTCAAACATGGACAACGTGAAAAAAATTATGATATTAAATTTTTATGTAAAAAAAAACAAATAAATAATGATAGTATCAATATAATAACTATTACATATATCGATAAATTATTAAGATGTCTTGATTTAGATATATCAATTGATAATAAAAAAATGATAGGTATATTTTTAAATAATATTGTCTGGAAAACAAAATCTATTTGTAATCCAAATAAATACACATATTGTGAAATATTGATGGATTGTAATAATATCAAAATTAATAAAGATACAGTATTGTCAAATAAATATCTATTTAAGTTTAAATAAAAATTGAAATTTTTTATTATTGATAAAATTATTAAATTAATATTATATTAATAAAAGCATTAATATAATGTCAAAATTAATATCATTTGTTTGTATTGATATTGATATTGAATTTAATGATTATGTATACCATTCAGAAAATGTTACTTTGGATGAAACAGGTCTTTTTCATGATGAAGATTGTGGTTTACATCTCATAAAACAAAATGATATTGAAGAAAATTATGAAATGGGTACAATTTTAGCTTTGATTTTGGTACCAATAGATGATCCTAGATTAAAATTTATTGAATTAGAAAATGATTTATGGTCAACAAATTTATTTTACATAAAAAAAATATATAGTTTATATGATCCAGTAACTTATCAATATTTTGGATTAAATATGATTAATAATGATTGTATTGTAGATTTTGCTAGTGAATATGGTCGCACTGATTTTTTAAATTGGTTTAAACATTCGGGTTTAGAATTAGAATATTCAGAAAATTCTATTAATTTAGCATCTCGTAAAGGTTTAATCAATGTATTAAATTGGTGGAGAAATAGTGGACTGAATTTATTGTATGATTCGGAATCCATGGATTATGCTTCTAAAAATGGTCAAATAGATGTTTTAGATTGGTGGAAAAATAGTGGTTTGCCATTGAAATATACTAAAAATTCAATAAATGAAGCATCCCAATGTGGACGTATTGATGTTTTGGAATGGTGGAAAAATTCGGGATTAGAACTATGTTACACCAATAAATCATTAAATTTATTTACCTCAATAAAAACTAGAACAAAACTTTCTTCAAGTGAAAAAATTAATGTTTTGAATTGGTGGATGCATTCAAGATTGATTATGAGATATAATCATAAATCAATAACATCTGCTTCTATAAATGATGAACCCGATGTACTAGATTGGTGGCTTAAATCTGGCTTAATTAAATATGATCATAGTGCTATAGATGGTGCTTCTAAAAATGCGAGTTTTCAAGCGTTAGAATGGTGGAAAAACTCTGGATTACGACTTAAATATACGAGTCGAACTCTTGATGAACTAAATAATAATCATAGAATTATATTTGAATGGTGGTATAATTCTGGTATGAAAATATTATATACTTCTAAATTTATTGATTCACTATCACACCATGGAGAAATTCAATTAATGGAAATGATTAGATCCAATAAAATGCTATTTATATATACTTGCTCAGCTATGGATAATGCTTGCAATACTAATGTTTTGAATTGGTGGCGTTCAAGTGGTTTACCATTAAAATATAGCGAAAAATCTATGGATGCAACATTTGGACCTAATCGAGTAGAAATTCTGAAATGGTGGCGTTCCAGTGGTTTACCGATAAAATATACCGAAAAATCAATAGATAATGCTTTTATATATCATCGAATTGATGTATTAGATTGGTGGCTTAATTCTGGATTACCTCTAAAATATTCTGAAAAAACAAAAATTACTCATATTTCACAAGATAGACAATCGCTTAATTATAAATCATATAATTGGTGGCGTTTACATGGTTTACCAGAAAGTTATATTGAGCATATTATTCATACATCATCAAATCAAAATATGACTGATAATACAATTCAAGTTGGTATTGTTGATATCATGGAAGAAGAATTATCAGATATTGATAATTAAATCATTAAATATCATTTCGGCATAAATTTAATTTTAATTCAAAAATATTTTTAAATTAAAATTCGAAATTTTCATCAATATCCATGGCCCATTTAAATTTATCTTGGAGAGTTTTAGAGAATAATTTATCAACTGGTAAATTATGTTTTTTCATGAAAGCAACTGTTATTCTTGGATCGATATAATTAATTTTACTAGTTCCCAAAGATATATTTTTTAATTCAGTTTTTAGAGATTTTTTAGATTTTAATCTTTTGACAACAGATTCCATTCTGGCTATGGATTGAGGATTTTTCTTTTTAGCTTTTCGTGCTTTGCGTAATTTATCTTGTGATTTTTTTATCATTTCATCTATTTTTTTTAACTGTTGGTTTGTAGATTTTGTAATATTTTTTTGATGGTTACATAACATAGCTACTTTAGCATTCGCTTTATTAAAATCATCAAGTAAAATATTAATTTTATCTATTTCTTCATATTTATCATATTTTTTAGTGATTTTATTTAATTCTTTTTGAAACAAATCTGATGCGTTATAAGTACGAAATACTTTAGCCGTTAAATTTTTCATAAAACTTTGTAAATATTTATTGACATCTGTCGGCGTAATAAGATCAAATAATTGATCTCCTTTTTTTTTACCTTCCATAAATTCTTGTATATTTTTATACACCAAGGGATCAACTTCAAGAGTTCGATCATATCTAACAGAATCTTTACCCAAAAAATCTAATCTAATTTTATCATTATTCAATAAATCAATATGTTCCACACGTAAAGATGTTACACCTACTGTATCAGTTTCGTCTTCTCCTTTTTCATTACCAACACGCAATGCAAATTTATCAATAAAATATAATGCTGTTGCTATTTGTCTTGTGTATATATCATTACTATTCATAGCTTCTTCATTTTGTTTTCGTATTGATTTAATACGACGTTTTAATTTACGAGCCAGATCAAATTTATTAATATCACTATTGGCTTTAAAATCAGATTGTGCTCCTAACCATACATACTTTATTTTTCCCGTGATATCATCTTTATAAGATGCCAACCATTCAACAGTTTTATCATGAATTACATCACGCCATTCATGTCCTGGCAATGGATCAGGAACACGTGCTTCTACACCAATATTTATAATTATGTCTTCCGGATAAATACGTCTTTTCACTAAACCACTTTTTGGATTACAACCTCGACCCAAAAATATACCTGGTGGTTCTATTCTAAAATTACCGACTGGTTGCATTTTTCCATCGACATATGCATATTTATATTTTTCTTCCTCTTTTTCTTTTAATTCTTTGTTTATTGGATTAAGTTTTTTTTCTTCACGTTGTTGTAATAAATATTCGTATATCAAACCAAAATCAACATCTTCCAAATTTTGAATAATATGATCAGGACCTAATATTTGACGCCAATCATTCCAAAAATTTCGATTAAATGTTTTACTCTTGACATAATCTGATTCAATATATTTAGCATATAATGTAGCTATTTCTTCGGAATCAATATCTAATACAATTTCTTGTCCACGATAAATAACTGGAACATTATGTTTGACATATTCAGGAGGAAATAATACACCATTATGTTCCAATGTTGTCCATTTTTTTTTAGCACCACCAAATTGTTGCAAAAGTAAATAATTGGCTACTAATGTATGATTATTAATCATTATATCTAAATTAATATGATATACTAAATTAATGTGATATCATATTAATTTATGACATTCTAAAAAATTGAATTATATATTTATTTTATTGGTATATCAATAAAGAGGAAAATTACTATACTATGAATACTAATATTAATAGAGTCAAACTTGGCATGTATGGATTTATTTGTCCAACTGAATCAACAGAAGGACCAAAATGTGGTATAACTAAGAGTTTTACAGCGTCCTATCTAAATAAGAATTTTACCCAAAATATACATATCAGTAAAAAATACACGAAACGTCAAGCCAAATAAAAAAAATTGATTTTATAAATTTATTAATAATCTTTATTAATAAATTCATCATTAGAGTGAAATGGATACCCACTACGCTGTTTTTAATATTCATAATAATAAATTGCATCATTTATATGATAATGTTAATAGTTATTATAACAATATCGATAATGCAGTAAAGTTTATGCTTGATTTTATCAAAAACTATGTCACAATATGTTCATCTGCTAAAATAAATGCGAATCAAATAGGTAATTACCATATTCGTATATATACTGTTAAAATTATTAAATGTACTAGACCCAATAACTCTATTTTAATTCCTTTGAATCGTGCTTTTCCATTGTCATTAAAACCAAGCATAGAACTTGATATATATATTAAATTGTGCGATATACCTGGTATGAATATTGCACAACTACATCATTATATTTATTGTGTTTCCTATCAAAATTTTATAGAAAAATTTCCTTCTGAGAATCAAATTTTTAATATTGAACCAATTTATTTGCCAACAAAAATAAATATTGATTCATCACCTGAATTTAATCAATCATTACCTGAATTTAATCAATCATTGCCTGAATTTAATCAATCATTGCCTGATTTTAATCAATCATTACCTGAATTTAATCAATCATCACCTGAAAAAATAAATATTGTTTATGAACAATACTTAAAATCAATAATTGATCGAATTGATTCAAATATTCCATACAACATGAATATTAGTCCAGTAGCATGTATAAAATCAAATGATATTATTGATAATATCGGTAATGTTATTGTCGATGTATACACGTTATTAAAAAATATCTCCAAACATTATCAAAATTATAGATATTACATAAGATATCAAATTTCTCATAATATTGATGAAATGGAAATATATATTTTTGAACAATACTACATTAATGATTTAATTCTTGAATTCCAAACTATTCTGGAAAAAAATAATTTATCAGAAATTTATTATACCGATCCAAAATATTGTGCTAAAATGGATCATAAACGCTATTTATTCCATGTATATATATCAGAACATCATGATGTTACTGAAAATGTTAATAAATTATTAGCTGATCATTTTATTAATAATTGCGATAATATGAATTATATTTATGTTGATTAAAAAATTTGATAATTTTTTGTATTTTGTTTATTTTTAATATATCTATCTATTGTTAATAGATAGATATATTAAATTATATCAAGTTAATGGATATATCATCATTTAGATGGAAACAAAAATGTTTATGTTATTTTATTGATTTATTGAGAAATCATAAAATAAATGGTGATATATATATTGATAAAAAAATCATAAACATGGTATCTTGTATTGTTAAATATTCAATGTTATTATCATGTGGCATTAAGAATATTAGATTAATTAATAAAACAATATTGAAATATACATCGGATTCTATGATCATATTATCGTATGATTCCAAAGATTTGTACACATCTTTAGATATTCCCAATAATATCAAATTATTTTTTTATCCCAAAATTCCCGATTTTATTGTCAATGAAGAATATGAAATTTTGGATTTAGGATTTATTCCGATTGATACAGATGTATTATCCTTGGAAGATAATAAAACGTTAAATATATTTGGAATTAACGGATGTGATTCAAATCAACTTGTTAAATATTTATTAGATATATTTAATATTTATGGTTATCCATCAAATATTCAAGCTAATGGACATATATCCAATACAATTGCTAATATAATAATAAATAAATCAAAATATGATATTGCTAATATTAATTGGAATATTAATGAAATATATACAGAACAATTATTTGAAAATTTGATAATTATAGATCGAGTAAATGATTGGGATAATTTTTTTCAAATTGGTTCAAATTACGAGTCGTTATTGGATTATATATATGGAATCAAACAATCTAGATTATTAATTGATGATAATATTAATAACACACTAGTATTGAGCGAAGATATTATTTTTCCAGAAATCAAAAATAAAAAACTCAACGAATTAGGTAAAATTTTATTTGACAAAATAGATACAATCAAAAAATTTTACAATAATAGAAATAATTTGAAAACTTTATCTGAATTCAGTGAATATGTTTTACAAATATCACAATACAAACAACAGCATTATAGTATTGAAAAACATATTATTTATTGTCAAGAAATACAACAATATTTATCAAATCATGTTGCCAAAGATATAATTATTAATGAAATTATACCAGAAGTTAATATAATGATGGATTTAATAAATAAAACAGAATCAAATACAGAAGTTTTTAGATATATTTGTTGGTATCTTCAAAAAACAAATAATAAAAAATCATATGATCAAATAAAAAATTTGCTAAATTATCTTCCATTCGATAATTTTCAAACATTGCAAAAACTTGGAATTTATGAGAAAAAAAAACATAATCCAAAAAAATACTTTTCTTACAAAATGATAAGATCCACGAATATAAATATTAAAGAAAATACTATGATTTTCATAATAGGTGGCACAACTTATCATGAATTATTTAAATTGCGACAAAAATATCCAAAAAGTTTAATTTTGACCACCAATGTTTGGAATATGAATAATTTTTATGAAGCTATAAATATGTTTGAATAAAATAATGCGATTAATTAAATTATATTTAAATTATATTTAAATTTTTAAAAACAATTTAAAACTGCACGATTTGCTGTCTCGCTACATAATTCATAAAATTTTGTCATGTTAAATCCTTCTATATTTTTTTTTGAAATTTGTGATAACGTTACGCCAAATAATACATCACCGTCACCAATTGTATGAAAAGGCCTAATGGTAACAGCCATATTTGTATGGCATTGTATAGATAATTGTTCCAATTCAACAGCATTAAGAGCTAAATTAGTAATAACAACAGTTAATGTTGTATTTTTTGGGGAATTTGGGTCTAATACATCATCATCTTTTATTATTTCACGTCGATCACGCAATATTTTTCCATTATAATCATAAATAACACCCAATGCATTAACCGCTGTTAAAACAAATATTTTAACATCAAGATATGTAGCAAAAGCCGCACCTTGGCCATAACGACCATCACCTGCCATACATCCAGCACCAACTTGTCCTAAATAAACATGATTTTTTTGTAAAGATTGTACAGCAAAACGTCCAAGATCTTTGTCAGGATAAATATTGTTATAATTTAAATTAGCACTTCTTAAACTGGCTCCCGTAACATTACATTTACTTACACAAACATAATCAACCATTTTTAACTCTTCAATAACACATCCAGATAATGCTTCTAATCCCAAATAACTTCCACCTGCGAAACAAATACCCCTAACAGCACGATTATTTGACCTAGCATGATTGGAAGCATAAGTCATAACTGAACCACCTCTAGCGTCAACATAATAACTAGCAGTATCAACATTGAATCGTATATATGTACAACCGGTTGGTCCTTCAGTATATTCTACACTAGCTATGGAAATTTCTGGAAAATCAAATTCTAAAATTCGTTCAGATCGACTTACTACCGGTATTAAATTCATATTATCATTAGTGATAGTGGCTTGTTTAGTATGTTTATTACCTCCTTTAAGATTATTTGTACCATTTTTTAGCATGTTATATTTATTTTTATATTTTAGATACTTATTTTGGTACATCATACATATATGTTCGCCAGAAAAAAATTGAAATAAAATACTGTTAGTATGTCTAATATGTCGATTTATATTAATAAATTTATGAACTCAAGGTATATACAATTCAATAATTGTTACGATATAAACAATTATTGAAATGAATTGGAAGATTATTATTATTTTGATTATTATAGGTGCATATGTGTCAACTGATGCACAAATTTCAACCAGAATTTATGGTACTGGAACTGAATCATCTGCTAGTTTGATTCGTCAAATGATCAATATTTACGGATATACCAATGATATTGCTAATATTATTTATGAAGAATATCCTATTAATGTGGTATTAACGCAAACCAATGATACTGATTTCATTGTATTAGATCGTGCTATTCCTGGATATATCACTGATATATTTGGGATTGTACAATTTCCAATTGCCGGACAAGCGATTGTTATGAGTTATAATATACCAGAACTTGCGAATAGTAGTTCGCGTATTATTGTTAGTCGTGATGTATTAGCTCGTATTTGGTATGGGAATATTAGTCGTTGGAATGATCCGGCTATTCTAGCTCTCAATGCCAATATCTCGAGCATAATTCCAGATGCAGAAATTCAACTTGGTTATAATGATGATGCAACTATTAGTATGACCGGATATGTTCAATTAGCATTGTCTAGTTTTAGCTCCGAATTTGCCAAATTATTTAAGGCATCTGGTGGATTGTTTAGAAATATGTCTATAGCTTCTGACCCGAGATGCCGTGATGTTGGAATTTTTTCTGCTGGAAGAGTTTCATGGCTAAAAAACACGACATATGGTCTTACATTTGTAAAATATTCTGATGTATATGATAATACCGATAAAAATATTAATTATTTTAACATGTATAACAAAGCTGGATTTTTAGTGGAACCTAACATACAAACAGTACAATCCGCCATGTCAGATTATAAAAGTCAATATATTGCTAATAATTTTGCAATTGATATTTATGATGCTCCTGGTAATTCATCTTATCCTTTGTCTTATATAAACTTCATTGCTATGAGTAGACTTTTTGAACAACTTGATTGCACTAGACCAACACAATTATTGGATTTCGTTGCATGGTCTTATACCAATGACGCTGCTTCTCAAGCTATGTATGAAAGCCAGTTTTATCCCTTAGATAAAACTCTCCAACGAGTAGCTATTGATAGTATGTTTATTGTTAAGTGTAACAATGAAATTGTATTTACTAAACAATATCTGGTGACATTTGGTGCACCAGTTAGTATTATGTCTACATGGTTAAAATCTTGGTCATCAGCTATTACTACTGCAAAATATTATGAAAGTCTATCATCAGATGCGATTGAACAACAAGAATCATATGGTGCTGATTTTGCTGTTAGTATCACTGGTGTCAGAGATAGTCATTTTATTTCCATGCCTGATCTTGCTGTGATGTCTCTGGGAGGTTTTGGTATTGTACCTGCTTATAATATTCCTTCGCTCAAGGGAAGAACTCTTGTTCTTGATATTTCGACCATTGTGGGAATTTATCTTGGCCAAGTTACTAAATGGAATGATGCACGTATTAAAAATACAAATACTGATGTTATTAATGCTCTTCTTCCTAATACCACTATCAAAGTGGTTGTTCAAACTAAATCAGATATTAATAGTATTTTTACTGAATTTCTTTCAAGTCATGATGTTACTTTTTCTACCATAATTGGTACAACTTCGTCTCCTCAATTTCCAGTTAATGATATTATACCAGTTGATGATCTACATAGTGTTGGAGATGCTATGTATGCTAATACTGATACGTTTGGATTTTGGACTGATTTTGGTGTAAGATTGTTATCAAGAACTCCTGTTGTGCAAATCGCAAGTATTCAAACTGAATATGGTAATATCATTATGAATTATGAATCTCTTCAAAATTCCATTGATCAATATGTTAATTCTGGTGCCAAGATTCAATCAGCCACCAGTATTATGTCGATAGGTCCTAATACTTGGCCACTATCAGCTTTTGTTTCAGTAGTTTATCGTCAAAATACCATGCAATCTCGTAATAAAGCAGCAGCTGTAGCTGATTTTATATATTGGGTACAAAGTAATACACTAGCTATTAATACTGCTACTACACAGGGTTATTATATTGCGGCAAAAAATCCTACATTAACAGCTCATAATTTGAATCTTCTAAAAGTTTTTACTTATGACAATGTTACAGTTAGTAATATTGCTAACTGTATTTATCAAGGAACAATATGTTATAATCAAGGAACATGTAATGAAAATTCTTGTTTGTGTAATTCTGGTAGAGATGGTTATTATTGTGAATTAGAATCATCAAATGGTACGGATAAAACAATAATAATTATACTCAGTGTAACTCTTCCTATTGCAGCTATTTTTATTTTTGTTATTATTTGTGTCGCATTAATATTTATTATCATTATAATTAGTCGTCGTAGGACAAGAGATGATTGGGAAATTGATTTTGATGAACTTGAAATGAGCGAGATACTTGGTTCTGGAGGATATGGAATGGTTCATAAAGCCACATGGAAAGGAACTGAAGTGGCTGTTAAAGTTATGGCATCTGAATCTATTACTAAAGAAAATGAACGCGCTTTTCGTGATGAAGTCAAGGTAATGACTAATTTACGTCATCCTAATGTTGTATTATTTATGGCTGCCTGTACCAAACCTCCTAATATGTGTATTGTCATGGAATTAATGTCACTTGGATCCATGTACGAGTTAATTCATAATGAACTAATTCCTGAAATTCCATTCGCTCTCAAAGTTAAAATGGCTTACCAAGCTTCAAAAGGAATGCATTTTCTCCATTCATCCGGAATTGTTCATCGTGATCTTAAATCACTCAATTTGCTACTTGATGCTAAATGGAATGTTAAAGTTAGCGATTTTGGTTTGACAAAATTCAAGTCAGATCTTGAAAGTAGGAACAGAACTGTCGCAAAATTTGCTGGTAGTATTCAGTGGTCAGCTCCTGAAATTCTTAATGAATTGACCGATATTGATTATGTATTGGCTGATGTATATTCATTTGGCATTATTTTGTGGGAATTAATGACAAGAGATCAACCTTACGCAGATATGACAATTGCTGCAATTGCTGTTGCTGTTATTCGAGATAATAAGAGACCTGATTATGATGTTGAAACTGATATTCCCCCGGAATATATTGAACTGATGACTAATTGCTGGCATATTGATCCTGTGATTCGTCCTACTTTCTTGGAAATTATGACAAGATTGTCCAACATGATTGGTGACTCGACTAATATAACCAATACTTCTAGTTCATCTAGCCAATCCAGTGATTATGGTGTTAGAATGACTAGATATCAGTCCGGAAAGAACTTGAATGGATCAAATCAATCGTCTTTCAACACAAAATATTCTGAAGGCAGTATGAATGTTGTAACTAACGCAAAAACATCAACACATCCGGTAGGAGAAGTAGCTGTGGTTTTTACAGATATTGTCTCGGCAGATATGTTATGGGATTTTGATGCAGAATCTATGCGCGATGCTATGATGATGCATAATGATTTGATTAGAAAAATTATAAAACTGTACAACGGATACGAAAGTTATACAGTGAATCGTCAAAGTAATGGTGAAGGATCATTTTGTTTGATTTTTAATACTGTTGATGATGCAGTAAAATGTTGTGAAAATATTCAAATGTGTTTATTAGATCTTAATTGGCCAGCAAAACTTTTGGAACATCCACTTGCTAGTGTTGAATATGATACTAAAGATACCAAAATTTATTGTGGTCTTCGTGTCAGAATGGGAATTCATTATGGACCTGTAAAAACAATCCAAGATGCTATGACTAGACTTTACGAATATAAGGGTCCAACTATTAATATGACTGCAAGAATTACTGTATTGGCAAATGCAGGTCAAGTAATTATCAGTGATATTGCTCATCATAAATTGCAACACAATATTAAAACATCATGTATTGGTGAAATTGATATTGCAGAACTTAATTGTATGCGTATTTATGAGATTAAAATGACTCGATTAGAAGGACGTTTCTTTGGCGGAGTTGTTCATGATGATTATGATTCTGATGATGAATTTAGAAAATCACGTGGTACTATTAGTAATATTATTCCGGAAATAATGCCCAATGAAAATTCTTATTTAACTTCAGCTGATATGTGTCGATGGATTATCAATTATCATGAAATACATATTGGTAAACAAATTGGATATGGATCTTATGGATTAGTTTATCAAGGCGAATGGAAAGGAATAAATGTTGCTGTTAAAAAATTCGTCAAACAAAAACTAGATGAGAACCAAATGCTAGAATTTAGAGCTGAAATGGCATTTTTGAGTCAATTACAACATCCAAATATTGTTATGTTTATTGGAGCATGTGTAAAAAAACCAAATATTTGTATTATAACTGAATTTATGCAAAAAGGAAGTTTGAGAGATGTAATTAGAATTAATTCAGGTAAAATTAAATGGAACAAACGTATGAGAATGCTACGTGATGCAGCCAGAGGTATTGATTATCTTCATTCTTCGGTACCTGTAATTATTCATAGAGATATCAAATCAAGCAATATTCTGGTTGATGAAAATGATAATGTTAAAGTAGCTGATTTTGGCTTTGCGCGCATCAAACAAGAAAATGCAACAATGACTCGCTGTGGTACTCCGTGTTGGACAGCACCCGAAATTATTCGTGGAGAAAAATACAACGAAAAAGCAGATGTATTTTCATTTGGTGTAGTTATGTGGGAAATGGTGACTTTCCATGAACCATTTGCTGGGTGTAATTTTATGCAAGTATCTTTGGATATCATTAAAGGAACTCGTCCTCAAATTCCTGGTGATTGTCCTCCCGAAATGACAGAATTAATCAAATCTTGTTGGCATGCAAAGGCTAAAAAGAGACCAACTATGGAGCAAGTGATTAAGAAATTATCGTCTTTTATCAAAGATAATTCTGAACTAGATGTTTAAATAATATTTAAATTGTACATTTAAATATTTTAAACAAAAAATTGAAATATATATATATTGTTTAGCGATGATAATATTCATTTTAAATAAACTTATTTGAAATGAATATTATCATAGTTGGTCGTAATAATATAGAATGTATTTATTGTTTTTTTTTGAAAGATAGTCAAACTTGTGTACTCGGTCATGATAATACTAAATGTGAAACTTGTGGTTCTGCTAATATTTTCAATAAATGTCCTTTGTTATCTTGGCATGCAGATATAAATTATGGATCAGATATTAATCAATTGATAGCACAAATAATATCCAAAATAATTGCAATGTCTCCTAAATTTGGTGGTAAAAATATTTGTATTAATCCTTTAAAAATACGCGAAGAATATAAAAAACAATTTGTCAATAAATCCACTCGTGAATTTATTAAAGGTGCAATAATAATTGCGAGTATATTAAAAAATTATGATGATAATCAGGTAAAAAAATTATAAAAATTGAAAAATAAAAAATTTAATATCACCAATTATTAAATAAATCTAATTAATAATTAATCTAATTATTGATTGGATTTGATTCTATCAATCAAATGTCAAATTTTTGTATTGTTTCTCATTATGAAATAGGTAATAAATTTGAAACTACATTTAATACGGGATTGAATATGACTAATAAACCAAAGATAATAAATGGACACATATATGGTGGATTTCGTTATTCGAGTATATCAAATATTTTTAATCATGTTCAGATTGGTGCTTATGTTATGCCAATAGTTATACCAAATGACGCTACTGTTTATAGTTGTTCAGAATCTGATAAATGGTGGACTGATCATATAATAGTGTTGGATAAAATGTTATTATCTGATATTAATACTATTAAATATTTAATTAATAATGGAGCAATTATCAAAGAAATGTGCAAAAATTTGCTATTTTGGGCCTGCGAAAAAGGATATTTAGATATTATACAATATATTTTATCTTTGGATATTAATTTGTTAGTAGAAAATTCTCCAAAAGCTGTTAAATTAGCAAAATTAGGTCCGCTAGCTATTTACAAATATTTGACACAAGATAAATCGCTTGATTGTTTTAATATGGGAATGAAATTAGCAGTGCGACATGGTAATCTTAATATTATCCAATATTTTGTATCGATAGGAGAAAATATTCGCGAGGATATTAAAGGCACGTGCATTACTTGTGCTTGTCATCATGGACATACTAATATCGTTAATTATTTAATAAATATTGGTGCAAATATTTGGCCTTTTATTCAAGATTGTGTTATGGCAGCAACTATATATGGTTACAATGATTTGATAATATATATTGTTTCGCTTGGATTTAATGTATATTCTTTTCATAAAGATTGTATTAATAACATATTAAAATTCAATTCTAAAGAAAATCTTGGACACATACAATATTTAACATCAACATATACTGATCCAGCGATTATGCGTAAGATTTTGTTTTTGGCATGTAGACGTGGACATATTGATACAGTGAAATATTTAATTGGTTTTGGTATACATTTTGATGATAGATGTAAATCTGCTGCTATAAAATCTGGTAATATTACATTAATTAAATTTTTAGATAAAATTAAGTCATAAACTGGTTAAATTTTTTTTATTTGATTTTATTTAAATTCTAATAAAAAATTGAATAATTAACGTATTGTTTAATGTTATATTATTTAACTCATATTATACACACCATGGAATCAGATAATTCATCTTCTCATTATATTCCTGAAGAAACCAAATATGTGGGACCTTTCACTCGTGCGCTTAGAGTAGTATCTGGTATTAGACCACTATCTTACGCTTCGGACGTTGGAGAGGCGACTCGTGGTACTTTTCCCAATGCTTTTATTAAAGCGATGTATGGTGTTACAATAACTTATATTGGTGCAGATCTATATTTTAGATACTTGGCTAATAAACATATGGCACAAACTACTGAATCATCATCGGATGCTAGATGTCAAGTACTCGGTATTACTCCACTACAAAGGTATATGGGTTATCATACTCTTTGGCATTTGCAAGCATCACTATTGTTTCCTACAGTAACCATTCATTCTGTCGTTAGTCTTACCAGAAAATTAACCAACAAATATAATTGGCCTAAATCTGGAATTAGACGTTTTATGCCTGCTCTATTTTCACTGGCTATTATTCCAGCAATTATTCATCCACTCGATGATCTTGCGGATAAAATTATGTTTCATACATACTGTGCTCATACAGGATTTCAACCCGAGCCTAGGAAACATTAAAAAATTGAATTAAAATAGTATTGATATTTCAATACCAATACTATTTTATCACATCCTTTATTCAAATGAATAAATATAACCATAATTACAAGTCACGAACCAATAAATCAGAAAAATTTATTTATAAAAATAAAAAAAATAAAATCAAACCAATAGTTCCAAAAAAAACTATCAATATAGCATTATATCCAAAAAAACATAGAAATAGTTTATCTGATATATTTTATTCAAATATGTTTAATACATATCGAGATTTATACACAAACAAAAGTAAAAGTGAAGCATTAATAAAATTTATTCAAAATAGAATAAATTGTTATGATATTGATAAATATTTAAATACGCATCTAATGTGCGCATGTAAATATTCTTATCAAGATAGTAATATTGAAATAGTTAAACTTATATTGAATCAAACCACCACTAAATTTTCTCATACATATATTTTTAATGGCATAATTAATGACATAAATGTTTCTAGATGTTCTGCTTTGGAATATGCGATGGAATTGCCCGGTAATAAACAAATTATCAAATTATTGGTAAAATATGGAGCTAATGTTAATTATATTTCTTACAATAAAATACCATTAATTATCTGGGCATCATCAAATTACGCACCAGATATATCCATTGCCAAAATACTTTTAAATGCTGGTGCAAATATTGATTTTTATGATTACCATCATCGAACTTTATTGCATTGTATATTAAAAAATGAATATTGTAAAAATACATATCAAATAATTAAATTTTTATTGGATAATGGATTTGATATTGATTATGAAACAAAAATGACAGCAAGATATAGTTATTTTGATCGTGTAATATATTATGCAGAACGATCTATTTTTGCGTATGCATACATAAAATATATTCAAGACAATGATATTAGAATTATTTCTTTGATATTAGATTATGGATATAATTATTCCATGATAAGAACTTGTGACCAAAAAATTCTAAAAATTATTGACACCATTAATTTGAGAAAAGCTTATTTCAAATCCATTCATAGAGAAATTTGTGATGTCAAAAATGAATTTATTTATAGACCTGGTAGTCTTAGATTTAAATTAGTAAGTATGAATTGGTACATAAATAGTGGTTATGTATATAATTGTTTGACTTTAAAAAATTTAGATGTGTTAGAATATTTGGGCATATTTGATGAAAAAGATTTAATATCAAAAATTGGAGAAACTATCAGAGAAATTTATGATTAAGGATAAATTATTGAAATAATAATTGGTATTTAAATATAAACACCAATCATCATCATATCAAATATATTTTAATGGAAGATATTTATGTATTATCAATGAGTCCCAGATCTAAAAAAGATATAAAATTAGGACTAAATATTTACCCAAAAAAACATCATGGTGATGGATATCTTGTTTATAATTGGACTAGTATTAAAGAAACTTACAGATTAGCAACAAAAATAGCAATTATTGAATTACCAAAAAATGATACTGAATTTAAAATGTATAAACATAATCCATATAATGATTATTTGTGGATTGTTAATCGTATTGTTGTCAAAAATATTTATTCTTTATTTGATCCAAATACTTATCTAGATCTTGGTTTGAACATTGTAGATAATATTCATATTATTGATTTAGCATCTGTAGATAATCGTATAGATTTTTTAGAATGGTGGATAAATTCAGAATATGATTTGAAATATTCATCATCGTCCATGGATCACGCTACTAGTCGAGGAAATTTGAATGTTCTCAAATGGTGGATTTCGTCTGGTAAAAAACTATTGTATTCAGAATATGCTTTATTTTATGCATCAACAAAATCACGTATTGATATATTAAATTGGTGGATCGAACAAAATATTCCATTATACTATGATGAAAATATAATTGATACATTAAGTGAAGAAGGATTGGTTGATGTTCTAAATTGGTGGAAAAATTCCGGTCTTGAAATAAAATACACTCATAAAGCTATCGATGAGGCTAATTTTAATGGCCATATTGATGTATTAAACTGGTGGTTAGATTCAGATTTACCTCTTAAATATACTAAAAAATCAATGAATTTTAGCTGCATAGAATGTTTAGATTGGTGGTTATCATCTGGATTAGAATTAAAATATGATAAAACAACCATTAATTTTGCATCATGTTGTGGATATATTGATGTATTAAATTGGTGGAAAGAATCCGGTTTGACATTAAAATATACCGAGTCATCAATTGATGATGCTTGCGAATATGATACTGCAATTAGTGTGATTGAATGGTGGATAGAATCTGGTTTAGAAATTAAATATAGTCATAAAGCGATGGATTTAGCAAGTGCTTATGATCATGTTGATGTTTTAGAATGGTGGAAAAATTCTGGATTAGAGCTTTATTATAGTTGCGAATCTATTTCCGATGCATGTAAAAATAATAATATTAAAGTTTTGGAATGGTGGAAAAATTCTGGACTCAATATGTTAATGCCAAATAATATTACAGAAATAGTAATAATTCATTGTGACACACCAGTTTTAGATTGGTGCCATTCAATAGGAATAAAATTCGATATTGATATAAAATATTTGAATAGCATCAAAAAATCGTGTTATTTTGATAATACGTTATGGTTTAAAAAACATCATTATATTTGATTAATTGTTTAATAATTATTAAATGGTTAATTAAATATTTTTAGTATATTGAAATAAACTACCGTCTGAATAATATTTGATAATAGTAACAATACCACTTTTCATAATGATTGATTGTTTGGTGCAAGTAATTTCAGGATTATTTATATTTTCATATTCGTGGATAATATCGTTAATATATTTATTATCATTAATGATAGAATCAATAATTATAGTGTTATTGGGTTGAAATTTATTAGAAATACTGATATCAATTTTAAACTTGTTAACAATTTGATTGTATAATTCATATGTAGTAATTTTAGACAATTCTTGACAAAAATAATCAATATCATTAATTGTATTTATTTTATTAAAAAATAAATCTGTAATATTTATTAATGTATTTGGATTATTGACAGATTGATATAATTCTAATAATTGTAAATCAGTCATCATGAAATTATAGTTTGAAAAAATTTTTAAAATTTCAATAATATAATAATCACTTGTGATATTTTTGGTTATAGTTAATATATTATCAAATGTAATATTCATTTTTTTCAGAATTAATTTGATATATTCCAATCGATAATAATCGGATGTGATATATTTTAATTCTTTGACTATGTTATTAATATCCATTGTATGAATATACATTGAAATGATTTTAAAAACAGAAATAATATAATAATCAGACGATATTTTGGAAAAAATTGGTTTAATTATAGTAATTATAGGTTGATTAACAAAAGGTAATAATATTTCGACCGCTGATATTTTATAATTGTCAGAACAGATAGTTTCCAATGTATCTATTAAAATATTTTTGGTTATTATTTTGGTCAAATATTTTTGAATAATTTTCAAAATCTCTATTTTTTGATAATCTGAAGAAATTTCATCTAAAATGGATGGAATGGATTGACAAATTGGTAAATTTAATTTTTTTGACACAAGAATAATTTTAATGGCATCTACTTTATTATTATCATTGTAATAACAAGCAATAATATCACAAATATTAATTGGTTCCAAATTATCAATTATTTCAATTAATTCGCCAAGTTTATTATTTTTTTGTGAATCATTGGAAATAGATGTTAAAGTTTTTATTAAAATAGATACATTCATTATAATATTTAATAACAATAACAGCTATTTAAATTAAATTCTTTTTTCAATTTTTAAATAAAATTGAAAAAAGAATCATTTAAAGGATTTTTAATATGATTATGTGTATTAAATAATGTCTAATATTTGTTCACAATGTTATTTATATAGGAATTATCTACATGGATCTACTTGTGATTCACATGGAGATCCATTTGATGTTATTATGAATGGGAAATATTATCAGGCTTATTGTATTCCATCAGATCAAAATCAATCTGGAAAAATAAACATAATCATACCGAAAAAAATATATAATTTCGATTTTGATTAATTTCTTATAATGAACTAATTAAAAAATTAATATAGTACATTTCATTATACGATGAAACGTATTATATCAAAAATTAATAAAATGAATCATAAACAGCTGGAAGAATTGCAACCGATAATTATGCAACGACAATTAAAAATTTTAGATGAAAAAATAAAACAAGATGTTGTACCTAAAATATTTCAAAAATATGTAACAGATATTCATTTTTATACTAATTATAATATAAATAATGATGGTGATGAATTATATGGTATGTTGTATGGAGTAGGTGGTATTTGTTTTGGATCACAACTCAAGCTATCTTCTAGGTATGAAATATCAAAAAAATCAAATTACAATTATATACATGTAGATATTACAATGACTATACTTGATAACGAATATAAATCAATACATGTAATAGAATATGAACATAAAAAAAAATGGTGTACATCAAAAACAGATAACATTGTCAATATAAAAATTAGTAGTAATGTCTTGGGTTTATTGGAGAAAATAGGTTTACCAGATAATTTGTATCATCGAAAAATGCTGGCAATATTAATTCATAATATTTATGCTAAATCTATTATGATTTGTAAAGATAATGATTCTGATGAAATATTAATTTCAAATAAATTAATACATCAATATAATAAAAAATCTCAATTAAAAAATTTGGAATATGTATATATCAATTCTGATCGAAATCCAAAAATTTTATTCAAATTTGTTTGAATAAGTAATTTAAAAATAAATAAAAATAATAAATAATATATTTATTATTTTTAGTATAAACGTTATGTCTTATAATAATATTCCTAATTGTCTAACTATACCATCAATCACTGGTTCAACAACAAATTGTGTTAATGTACAATTTCCATCATTATCCACAATAGTTCTGATTATTATATTTTATTGGATAATTTATTTAATAGTTGCTTATGCTATTTATTATTTCCTGAACAAAATGTATCCTGGACAACGTGTCAACTATTGGATTATATTATTAGTATTATTATTGAGTGGATTAATTTTAAGTTTAATATCCAGGTTATGAAATTAGTATCATATTAAAATAATGTTTGTTCTGGCACAATAATATTTTTTGAAAAATAAAAAAATTCAACAAATAATTTATAATTCTCGGCCCATTCTTTATATTCAGACCTATTCATTTTATTAATAACTTGTTGCGTTAATATCATATATTTATTGTACCATTTGATATATTGATTGTTATCTTTACTCATAAATTTAAAATAACGACCCATCCATACAGCAAAATTAGGAGCATCTTTTTTCCCATTATGTTGGATCCATACATTGATCCAAATCTTATAATTATCTGCAAGAATATTCATGGGAATACCTTCTTCTTGGTAATGAATATTTGCCATTATAGTGGTAAAAAATAATTAATGATTTTGTTTTAAATCTGATTATTAAAGACCGTATTTATGAATCCATATTTCAATTTTTAAAAAAAAATTGAAATATATAACTATTGATATAGTTTTTTATATTAGGAGGATATAAATCAAATAAAAAACTACATCAAATAATTTAATCTAATATACGTATTGGATTTATTTGATCACATCCTCCAAATTTTTTTCTAAGCAAAAAAATTTGATTTAATAAGCTAATAATATAAAAAGTAATCATTTGTTATTATTTACAAATAAATAAAATGACTTTTTTTAAAAGCGCTTTATTTTTACTATTGCTAGCAGCCAGTTTTGCTAGTAATTACTCACTTCCGGTATGTACTGATGGTACATTTGGAGCAGCTCCAGGATCAGCCGGAGAAAATCCTGATTATATTATTATTGGAGGAGGAGCAGCAGGAAGTGTCGCTATTAGTCAATGTATTGCCAAAGGTCATAAATGTACACTAATTGATAGGGGTATTGATTATTATGAACAACCTTTTGTTACACTTCCGTCGGCAACATCACCAGTATATAGTAGTAGCGCGACTAAAATTGCAGTAAGCGCGCCACTTACTAATATGTATAATAAAACCATGTATATATTCGAACCTAATGTTCTAGGTGGTAGTACCAGTATCAATGCTATGATTAGTGTTTTTACTGACATTGAAAATTATTATGGTGAAATCGATGTTGAAGGTTGGAGTTATGAGGAACTTCTTCCTTATTATCTTGAAACGACAAAATCAATTCATCGACCTGAATATGATGGTCAGGTAGATGTTACTGATACTTCAGTAGATGATCCTCAATATGTAGCATTTAAATCAGCCGTTCAACAAGTTTTCCCGAATATTCATGAAAAACTACCCGATATGAATACCGCTTCGGTAACTTCAGGTTTTCCCGGTTTTGGTCCTCCTGAAACTACGGTTAAGACTACTTATAGTAATTATGGTGGTGTAAATGTTCCTACGACTGGATTCAGAGAATCTGGTTATGTTGCATTTGTTGATCCCATTCGTCAACATCCCAATCTTAAAGTCATGACGAGATCTCGTGTAGATAAAATTGGTTTTAATGTTTTTAAGAATTCAGCTAAAAAGGTGTTTGTAACTTATACTAATTATTTTGGTCAAGAACTACAATGTGAACTAAGTGCTAAACGTGCTATTGTTCTATCTGCCGGTGCCCTTAGAACTCCTCAAATTCTTCTTCAAAGTGGTGTTGGTCCTGCTGATGAATTGACCAGTCTTGGTATTCCTGTTGTAAAAAATCTACCAAATGTAGGTCGTAATCTTGATGATCATCCTACTATTGTAAGATCATATCTTGGAAGTCTACCTGATTCATATATTTCAGCTAATATTAATGGTCATGCTTATTGGAATTATCAAGATGATCCTAGTCTGATTCCTAATTGGTCTGTTCAAATTTCTGGTCTTCCGGGATTCCCCATTAAAAATGTACTTAATGTACTAATGAATCAAACTTCACGTGGATATGTTAGATTATCATCCACTGATCCTGCTGAACAACCTATTTTCAATCTAGATTATTTTAGAGATCTAGAAGATATTGTTCCTGCATCTCTAGGATTTGCTAAAACCAATCAAATCGCTCAAAATCTTGGATATATTGAACTTCCTGATGCTTCAATTGTAGTTTGTCCTGATTTCCTACCCAATTGTCAAAATAACGCCACTGAATTTTATGTCGCATCATTCTTACAATATGGTTATTCTGGTTTCCATTTTACTGGAACTTGTGCATTTGATAAAGTTGTTTGTCCTAATAATGGTAGAGTATTTGGATTTACTAATTTGTATGTAGTTGATGCTAGTGTATTCCCTAAAGCTCCTCGTGGAAATACACAAATTAGTGTTTATGCCGCAAGTCGTAAACTATCAGAATCCATTTTTTAATCGATTATTAATTTATTTATCTTAAATAATAAGATAAATAAAATAATGAAATTAATATATTAAAATTAATTCAATTATTCATTGAATTAATTTTAATAATAGTTTATTGATTAGTTTGTTCATCATCGCGATAATAAGTCCAATAAATTTCTCCCACTCTAAATCCAAGTATTTGGAGAAGCATCATGGAATATTTACTATGATAATTAGTTGTACAACCAAAAATATTGTCCATAATTTCTAAAAATAGACAAAAATTTGCTGCAATAATACAACCAACAATAGCATATGTATTTTTAGATTTGGCGTTTTCATCATTAGTATTATTATTAATATATATCACCATTAAATATAAAAATCCAACACTAGTATAATACCAAGCTCCAAAAAATATACAAATATTAATATAAAATAGCGACACAAATACAGACATATAAATATTCATGATCGACATTATAAAATAGTTTGATTGATTAATCAATTTGTTGGTTATGTAATTGATTCAATAATAGATAGATTATTCAATTCATTTATTATTCAATTTTTTTGGACGATTTTGAACCAACAATAAGCTATTATTATGTAAATAAATACAATAATAGTAAAATGCCAGGTTCCATGTGCTATACTCATACTCGCAAAAAATAATAAAATAATCACAAATGTAAAAACATCTATAATTGTCATTACGTGGTTATTATTTGGATATTATTATTATTTCAGTGTTTTTATTATCTAAATATAATTATTATTTCAATATTTTTTACTTAAAAATTAGATATTAAGCCAATAATTTATCAAAATCATCTTCGAGATCACAAGCAATTTCACTTAGTAATTGGTCTAATTGACGATCAATACGACGAGATTCAAATCTTAAATTAATTAAAACGGCATGTTGACGAACTTGTTCTTGTTGTTCTGGAGTTAATTTAGAAAAGACTGGTTTATAATCACGTACTGTGAATAGTTTATAATTATAACTAGACATATTTAAATAATTCAATGATTCAATAATATTGGACATGTAAATATATCCTATTTTCAAATTTTTATTGTAATCGATCCAAATAATTTTAATAATTACAGATAGGTAATTTAGGAACATCACACAAAGGTAGAGATTGTAAAACAGGACGTTTAAGAATAATATCAACTCCACGTGCTCCAATCATTGATGCTGTGGCCCAAGTATTTCCTCCAGGAAGAAACGGTGCAGCTGATAGATCTACAACTCTTAAATTTTCTGTACCAATAACTCTTAAATGCTCATCAACAACACGGCCAATCGCACAAGTACAGCCTTGGTGACTATCTAAATGAGCGCCACTTCTTGGGAAATATGATAATTTAGAGAGTACATCTGCGAATTGTTTTTCTGCATTGGTACTATTATTATTAAGAGCTAATCCTGGTACTAAATAATGCCACCAATTTTCGCCATATAATTCTAATCCATCATGTAATTGTGAAACTAAATCATTGGGAGGATATGCAATTTCTAAATCAACATTAAATCCTTGATTTTTTACTATTATATTCATTTGTTGAACAATTTGGTACACAATATCATAACCTAAAAATGCAGAAATTAAAGCTGATAATGTTTTTTGTGCGCGAGGCCATTGATCCACTGCGGGCTCATTTGTAACTGTATAATTAGTAAAAGTATTGAAAAATATTTTAGGAGCATCGCGAGGAATATTAGGAGTTGCTATTTTTACATATCCCTCGGGAGCAAATCGAACATCATCTGTAATAATACCAAAATAATTACCAGTGGAAGATGATATATTATATATAAATTGTTGATCAGATGGTATAGCAGGTCCATTAACAACCATACATTGATATTTTCTATAAGTAACTTCATTGGCATTACTTGGTTTATTAGGATCTAAGCGATGATATCCTAGTTCAGCCACTCCCTTAAATCCCATATTTTCGGGTGTTGTTGTCATATTAGATAAGAACTTTGATATTTCCGAACTAGTACCATTTACCTTAATACTACTAATCGGAGAATAATGATTTTTTAATCCGGTTCCTACCAAAGAATTATGATATACTAAATTTTGCACACCAATCTTTGAAAGATGATCAAAATCACCTATTCCAGATCTTTGTAAAATAGTTGGAGTATAAAATGCTCCACCAGAAACAACAATTTCTTGTTTTGCTTTTACGTAATGTGAATTACCATTAATATCAATAATATTTACACCAACTGCTTTTCGATGTTTAAAAATAATTCTATCAACAACACAATCGGCAAGTACTCTTAAATTGCTATATTCACCAATACCATGACCGTTAGAATCAACATAATTATTGTTAAGATATGTATTGGCACCATATTTTCTGATATAAGTTCCATCAGCTAATTTATTAACTCCAAAATAAAAATTACTAAAGGCAACCACAGAATTAATTCCTTCGGGATCGTTTAAATTTAAAAGTTGTGAACCAGGTTCAGTTTTTTCAACATTTGGAACATTACCTGTCGCTTTATTTAACATAAAATCTACATATGTACCTGAATCTATTTGTTGTTGAGCCAATATACGTAAAGCATCTAAAACTGAATTAGTTACATTAACTTCACTATTATCACGAATTGGATTAATATCTGCTAAAATTCGTTGAAAATATTTTTTCACATTATCATATTTCCAAGATTCTGGCCAATCTTGATCAAATACTGTTCTTCCTCCCACAACTAAATTCAATCTATTAACCATAGTGCTTCCTCCAACACCCATACCATGAGCAATAATTGGTCTTTTACCATAAGCACCAGTATCAGGTTGGAGAGGTGCTTGCCATGAATATTCAGGATTTTGAGCCATAGATACATTTTCATTGGAAGGATTATACTTTCCAAAAAATCCTTGAGGATCACTAACAACTGGATCATTTAAATGCCATGAACCAGCCTCAATCAAAACTATTTTATGACGAGAAAATCTAGCCAAATAATGAGCTAATACACATCCAGCACCGCCTGCTCCAATAATAATTATATCACCACTTATTTTTCCACTGATGTGTTTTTTTTCTGTCGTCATTTTTATGCACTTCTAATATTACAAAATATAATATTTTTAATAATTACCTGCATTGACAGTGACTTAATATTGGTTGATGAATTATCAACCAATATTAAATTAAGTTAGTATCTTGCCTAATTCCATTCCAGAACTAATTACAATACCTATTCCTAAACCAATAAATATACCAATCCAAATACCAATAAAAATACCTACAATCATGCCACATGTAAGTACTGCACCTCTATATGATAATGCTGGATTTAGTGTTTTACTATTTTCATATTTGGACCAAACATATCCCAAGAAAATAAACCAAATTGAAATAATAATAGTCCAGATCATTATTATATATTATAATATGGAAACCAATTCATAATATACGTCTTTATAGATTTTTATTTCAAATTTTTATTAAATAAAATTGAAATCAAAATATATTGACCGACTCTTTAATAAATGATACTATATAACTAGATCCAGTGTGATTATATTTTTGTCATGGAACATATTGTCTATATAGATATTGATCCTGAAAATCAAGCTATTATCAATAAGCCAAAAAAAAATTCTTTTCATAAAATTTTTGAAATTTGTTGTGCCATCACAACAGCAATTATTATTATAGTTATTGTTGAACTATTGGCACATTATTTTTGGAAGTAAATTTTTTTGTTAATATATTATATATGTCAACAAAAATTTGTCCCGAAAATAATAATTTAGAGATAATTTCTTTGGGTTCAAATTGTGCTACTAAATTTAGTATACGTGCTTTTCATTCACAACAACCTACTTATCCGTTTGATTGGATCATATCAAATGATTTAGATGATATTATAAAATTTATTGATAATGGAAATTATGATAAGTTCATAGATTTTTCTAATTATAAAAAATGTTTACTAAATTATTCCAAAAATTATACTGAAGATGAAAAAAAATTATTTAATAGTATGAATCATAATGATATAATAGATTTGGTCACAAAGTGTAATACTGAAAATTTTTTATCAAATACAATTTTATTAGGTTTGAAAAAAAATATTATTGATACTTCAAACAAAATAAAAATCAATATAAATATTGATGAAACAACAAATAAATTTTTTGGAGGACTTGTTATTGGTATGGTTTATAGTAAAACTAGATTATTGCATGATCATCATATAAATATTTCATGGAATGAAGTTAAAGATAAATATTGTCGTAGATTTGATAGATTTATCGAATTAAAAAAAATCGATAAAACTATTTTATTTGTAAGATATGTTTCCGATATGAATGACAACATTAACGAATTAATAAAATGTCTCGATAATAATTTTCCCAAATATTATTTATTACTCATATATCATGATCCTAATGGATCTGAAAATGTAGATAAATTTATACCGGTAACAAATAGATGTTTCAATTGTACAGCTAAATTAATTTCAAGTAAACATCCATATTATCGAAATATATTAAGTAAATTTATTAATGAAATAATTAATAAATAGTTATTTTACATTTTCCATAAAGATCCAATATTAAATAACAAATAAAGACCGGCAAGACCAACTAGTATATATATAATACGTTCAAGAGTTTCACTTCTAAATGTAGCATTATTTAGACTTGAAACTAAATTATTTGAAGTTAAACCAACCCATCCCCAATTTAATGCACCAATTACTACTAAAATGACTGATACAATTAATAATTTATTTGACCAATTTCCATCTGACGCCATAGTTTATTCTATATATAAGATAATGAAATTAATTATTTTTTGGTATATTTAAATGAAAAATTTATATTAATAAAAAATTGAATAATTATATTATGATTTATATGCCATCATAATATAATATCATACCACAAACTATCAATGGATATTGAAATATGGATCAATATAATTAAAAATAATGATGATGATACTATATCCAATTTATTTATTTCAAACAAAACATTGGTGTCATTAATTGAACTAATTGTTTGTCGACATACTTTGATCAAAATAATATTTAATCTGGTTAAGTTTAGACATTTAACAATTCTAAAAAATATTTTGGAAATAAAAACTATACCTAATAATCGTAAATATCGATTTGTAGATATGTGCTATGTTTTTGCTTACAGATTTGGATTCATTGATTTGTTAGAATATTTAGATGACTATTCCGTGAAAGATCATTGTGTCAATAATGATGATGATAGTGATGATGATGATGATAATGATGATGATAATGACGATAATAATGATAGTGATCACATTGATTATTATAATAAACATGATAAAAAATATGATTATGATTATAATTATGACCATTTAGTAGAACATTCATATGGTTATGTTTCTGATATCGAGTATGCAATTAAATATCAACAAATTGATACAATTAAATATTTATTGAATAATGATAATAAATTAAAAAGATATTATTATAATTTTAGATATGCATGTAAAATAGGTAATTTAGAAATTGTAAAATATATGTATGAAAATGGATGGAATTATAATGATTGTATTGACTCTGGATTATGTTCAGCATGTAAATATAATCATATGAATATAATAGAATTTTTAATTTCTTGTTTACCAGAAAGTCATAAAAAAGATAGTGAAATATTATGTTCGGCTGTTGAATCTGGTAATACAGAAATTATTCAATATTTAATATCATTGGGATGGGATGTTACCGCTAAGAAAAATGCAGCTATGGTTAGAGCTGCACAAAAAAAAAATTTTGCAATGATAAAATATTTAATATCACAAGGTGCAAAATATAACAGAAATGTTTTATATCATTCTTGTGAAAATATCGAAATTGTGAAATATTTATTTACCCAAAATATTGAAATTACAGATAAAGATAGATATGGTATTGATGATATATGTAAATCTGGATACTTAGATGCATTGGAAATATTAGCTGAAAATGATCACAATAAAATAATAAAAAAAAATGCGGGTGACTTAATATATACTGCAGCTGAATATGGACATTTAAATATAGTAAAATTTTTGGTACTAACTAAACCTAATATAGCAAAAGATAATTATGGCGCAATTAGAATAGCTTTTATCAATTGCCATTTAGATGTTGTTAAATATCTAGTATCAGTTGGTACACCAATGAATAAAATAAATGAATATGCTGCATCAATAATTTGTCGAGGAAGTTATCATTATCATCACCCTGTTGAAAAAAAAATAGAATGTATTAAGTGGATTATTGAAGAAATGGATATGAAACATTACATAAAAGCAATAGCGATTAAAGCATTTAGATATGGTCATGTTGCCATAATTGAATATTTAATATCTGTTGGTTTTGATGTTAATTCTATTGCTTCAATTGCTCTTGATTATGCATGTATCAATAATTATACAAAATGTTTGGATTTATTAGTAAAACACGGCATAAACATCACTATGAATAATAATCGAGCTATTAAATTAGCGGCACAACGATCTAGTTTTAAAGTTTTGTGCAAATTAATATCTTTGGGAGCAAATTATAGAGTTGATGATAATTTTCCCATGAAAATAGCTATGAAAGAATGTGAAATACAAAAATATAGATATTATCAAAAAATTATTAAACATTTGGAAAAATTAGGTGTTAATAAGGATGATTGTCAAAAAACATTTGAATCAGTTAAAAGAATTAAAACCGTAAAAAATCCAAACAAAACACAAAAAGAAAAAGATTCAAGTATGAAACATCATGGTATGTTTTTAAACTGGAATAAATTGCGCGGTAATTAATAATTGATAAATAAAAAAATTGATGAAAATAAATTTAATTTAATTAAATTGCTTTAACTAAATTAAACTAATTAAATGATAAGAGTTGGACGTTGTATTTATGACAAAAAAGGTAAAAGAACCGATCCATCATACGATGGATTTACACCAATTATTGTTTTAATGAAAAGTCATAGTCCTTATGGAGTCTTAGGACCGTATGTTTTAAAAGATGACAAAGATCGCATTATGGAATCAATTTGGCAATTTTCAAAAGTATACCAAGAAGTACCAGCTACCACACAGCGATATTCAAGATATGATCAAACTATAATTTGGTCTCATCCAAAAGAAAAACACGTAGATGATGCTGGGAATATTTTACCAGCATATTGGACATGGCGAGAAAAAGGCATGAATAATAAATATTATGTTAGATATCCGGTTGGATTTCATAATATGGGCAAATGTATTTTTGCTATTAAAGAATCTGATATTGGGCCAAATAAAGAAGTTACTCGAAAATTGGATTATATCGAAGGTAGAAAAGAAATATATGGACCAGTTTATTGTGAATTGGTTAAAAAAGAACCAATGTTTGACCAACTAAAAAAAAGACTTGGGTCCGGAGAAAATTTGCTCATTATTGAAGTTGATGGGCCACATCAAGAATCTCTTCATTATTACATGGAAAAATATCATGTTAGCGATAATTTTATTGAAGATTCTACTATGCTAGTTACTGATGAAAATTTAGCTATTATGCTCCATGATCCAAAACATCCATTTGGTCATGGATACTGTTTAGCAATAGCGCTAACTAACAATGAGTGGTTAATGGAATTATAATCGCATACAGAATATATTATTAAATATAATGAATTATTATATTTAGTAAACAACATATGTCTAGTTTAAAAAAATTATTCAAATCACAAAAATTATTTCAAAAATATTGTGAAAAAATACCCAGTTATCAAAAAGATTCCGCACATAAAATTTGGAAAGATATTTATTCACAATCTTATGATGATGATGTATTATTTTTAAAAATACAATATAAATTGACTAAACAAGATATTATTAATGCTCAAAAATTATCACCCAATCTAAAAATTTATCTTGATAATTTGGTTGAATACAAAAAACAATTAATTTGTGGACAGAATTTGTTAAAAGATACTATTAATATGATTGATTATTTAAAATTATCCGATACAAATAATAAAATTGATTATATAGATAATCATCAAATTATCACAAACATCAGTGATTATATCGAATTTTTAAGGGCTAAAAAATTAGATCACGATGATTATATTGAATATTTGAACCTCAAATTACATATGTTAAAATATGTCATTAAAAGATTATGAAATTAGTAATTAAAAGATTATGAAATTAATAATAATAAATTTATTATTATGAATTAATAAATATAAATGAAAGATTTTCTTAAGGCATAATAATAAATTTATTATTTAAATTTATTATTATGAATTAATAAATATAAATGAAAGATTTTCTTAAGGCATTCATTATAGGTTCTTGTTGGTTTTCATTTATTTTATTTTTTATAGGTTTTGGTAATATACAAAGCGATGTAGATCAAAATAATTGTGCTAAAAATATTTTTGGTATTGATACTTACAAATTATATATCATGTTAGCTCCATTATATATGGGATTAATGAGTGTGTTAGCAATCAAAATACGTAATCATTATCAAATATCTACTCGCAAAGCATTTTTTATTATTGGTATTATATCCGCCATAATAGTATCTGTTGTTATTTCGGTTTGTCATATTTATAATTGGAGCCGAGAGAGATATATTTGGCAGTATATCAAACTACAACTTTATCATTTTGTTCTTTTTAGTGTCATTATTGCAACAATTTATCTATATCTAGACTCTTAGGATATTTTTTTATTAATTTTTCTATTTCAAAAAGTACATTACTTTTTTTATCTTCGGATTTTGATGCTGTAAAATTTTTATTCCCACCAAAATAGCGTTCATATAATTCTAATAAAAATGTATTGTAAACCAAATATTTATAACCTGACATAGTAAACGTGAAATTATTCAGTAAATTTAATTTTGTTACTTTATTATTACGTATCGCCATTCCAATACTTAATCCATCATAATTTCTGATTCGATGCCACCACCATGGTGAATTATATAGCACATCTCCTGGTTCCATTACAATTTCATATCTAGGTAAATATTTAAATATTTTTGGTGTTTTGTCTAATTCAATATCAACCATATCAAATAATGTTTGAGCATGAATTCCTGTTGAGGAAACTCTTCCTTTGAGAAGACAACTGTATTTAGGATGTATTAATGTCCAATGTTTTTTACCTTGAAGCATACAAAAGAAATTTCCACTACCTCCACAATGCATACTACTACCAGCACATTTTTTTTTATCATTATTGGATCCAATGAATAAATTAGCAATATGAACACTATATAAATTACAACTTTTTAAAGTTTCAAGTAACAACTCAAATTTAGGTTTCACATCATCAAATAATTGTGGAAATTTCCCCAAAATAGTATGATTATTATTAATATAAATTTCATTATTATCTATTCTTTTGGCAAAATCCGTAAAACTCATATTTTCCAATTCAATTTTATCTGTATATTTAACAGTATTGATTTTAAAATCTCCAATGATATCACTTAGATAATCTAAATCCCATTTTTTAACAGCATTGGTATCTTTCATAAAATTTTTAATAAGAACAGGATCTCTGTAATTGTTTGACAGTTTGATAAATTTTTCATCGGTCAAATCTTTTGCATCAATAGTTGGTATCATCATAGGATTTTTTTCGGTATCATCAATGTATTTTCTGATCATCCTGTTCTCGAATAAATTCAAAATATATTCTAAAAAATTTAATCCTGTGTGTTTGCTTAAAACAAACAAAAAAAAATAAATAATTCTTTCTAATAAATTCATATTTATAAATTGTCATATTAATCAATTTTTATATTAATACCTTGATCTCCATGAATCTTCTGCTTGTCTAATTCTAATATTACCATTATTATCATAATAATACATGTTATTCATTCTATCATTAAATTGATTAGTCCAGTTATGATGCCAAATGGCTGATTCTTCTGGAGTAAATGATTTACCAGCTAGTGATAAAATTATAAAATTAGTCGTACCAATTATGGCTATGCATAAATTAATAAATAATTCTTTCCATTTTATCATTAAACATTCCGATAAATCATCCCAACAATATATGCCAGGATTTCCATCAAATATTGGAAATAAACACACACACATATTATCAACACACCGTAAATCCCAATAACATTTAGGCATATCATTTATTGGCTTTAACAATAATTTTTTTACCGGATCACCTAATGTTAATCCTGTTATAAATAACATTATAGCAATAATTGATATCACCATATTGATCATGATATTCATATTTTTAGACAAATTCATTTATTACAACTCAATTAAATATCAATGCTACTAAACTATTAATTTATTCAATTTTTAAATAAAAAAATTGAATAAGATAAATATATAAATAATTAATTATGATTGATAGTATAAATCAAATGACCAATGATTATTATAAATCTGAAAATTTAATTTCCACTAAAGAACATATTTCCACATCCGGAAAATATAAATTAATTGTTGAGACATATATAACTAAACCTGGTTGTTGGAATTATACTAAAGGTATAATTCACAATATTGAAACAGGTAGTGTTATTCAGGAAATTAAACGTAATTATTGTGTATTTCATCATAGTTTTTTCTTTAAAAATAATCAAGAATGGTTATTTTGTGGCAAAACTTATTATTCACAATGTTTTATCAATTTAGAAACTGGAGAAATTTTTGATAATTCTACAGAATCTAAACCTGATTCATTTTGCTGGGCTAATGTAAAATCTAATCCTGATGGAAATATTATTATTGTTGAACAATGTATATGGGGTGGTCCTTATGAAATCGGATTTTATGATTTTACTAATCCATCAATCGGATGGACCGAATTAGAATTCGATAATTATCAAGAGAATTATTATCTCAATATAGAATGGAATTATGAATCAAAATGGTTAGATAATGATACTTTTGAATACATCCAAAAAGAAGATTATTCCACAAAATTTCAAAAATTTTATGACGAATTAACTGTCGAAGAAGAATTAGAATCTTCGGCTATTGAAAACGATTTAGTTTCGCGTATGTATTATCGAGTTGTACTAAAAAAAATAGATAATAAAATGAAATTCATGGTAACAGAATCGAGTCCTCAACATTTAATTGAGATTCAAAATAACAATGAATAATAAGAAAAAATTGATACAATTAATACAATAATTGGTATATTGATACTAAATATTGTATTATAAATATTGCATTATAAATATTTTTCACAAACAAATTTGATCATCAAATTCTAGTGATGGAATCCATTCGTGATTTAGTTATTGATCTAGAGGATGGTATTAATAAACTTGGTTTTGGTACTAATCGAAACATAATGTCAGAATCTTGTCAATATTTTGAAAAATTATTATCATGGGATAAATCTAATCGAATTAATATTTTGGTACCAAACGTGTATGTTATGCGAGATATTATTATGTCATTTCATAATGATATTAGACAAACAGGCGAATATCCTGAATGGGAATATACGTTAATCGCTCATCAATGTTATGATTTTTTAGGTTTGTATTATGAAAAGTTTTATCAAACAATAGTGCCTTCAAATCAATTTGATAGATTATTGGATCATATTGACACAATTGGTTATGATAATAAAACTATTAAATTATTGCTTCGTAATATGCCTTTGGATTATGATATATCACAATTTCCTCCAGAACTAATTGATGAAATGTATAAATTAGTCACCAAATGTAAAATTATCACAATAAATGAAATTGGTATTCCAATGTTTTATAATTCGAAAAATAAAAAATACGAAAATACACTCAATTGCCCGAAAGGTCCAGTCAGTGGTTATAAGATGAATAAAATAATATATGGTTCAATAAAAAAATATATTGTTTTCACAAATAATGAAAACGTTTGTATTTGGTCCACAGAAGATAATAAAATTTTACATAAAATCCCAAATAATTTTTATGATGGATATGTTGTTTGTATGAAATTTATGAATAATGATGCTAAATTATGTATTATTTATTCACGTACATTCAAAATATTGGATACTATAACATGGACTATTGTATACGACCATTGTAAAAATGGTTATTCAAATCATTGGATAAAAAATGGACATATATCAAATTGCGATAAATTTTTAGTATATACTGAAAAAAATATTGTCGATTTTGATAAAATAATAATTTGGGATATTTTAAATAAAAAAATAATATACACTTTCCAACAAGAAGATATTCAAGCGATTGGTTTTTCTCCTAATGGTAAATTTTTGGTATCAGTTAGTGATGATATGGTAAGTATATATAATATTGAAGAAAAATTTAGAATAAAAATGTTTTTAGAAAGTAAAACATCGAGTTTATGTTTCACGCCAGATTCAAAATATCTGATTGTTACAAAACATAATAAAATTTTGGTTATTGATATACAATTACAATCTATTATCAAAAAATTTAATCGTGGAGGTGGTTATATTAATAGTATTGTTTATGTAAATGATAAAAAGTTAGTTTTTGGATCACGTGATGGATTAGTTTCTAGTTGCAATATTGAAACTGGTGATATAATAACGATATGGCGAGATAAATACAGAATTGATAATATTTGTATTATACATAAATATCATCAAGATTTAATAGACAAAATTAAACCACGTGAAAAAGATTTGGATTAAATTAAATTTTACAAAATATAAAAACATACATATTAATTATTTAATAAAATGGATCTAATATCATATTATCAAATGACTCATATATCATATGAGTCATTTAATTTAGAACAATTATTAGAAAAATTAGAAACTTATAAAAAAAATGAAGTTGATCAATTATCATATATTTCGGATAATCAACGAGGATTTCATCTTTATGAAATGTCTTGTAGTGAAATAAAAAAATGTGATAAAGCAATTATTAAATTAAAACAACAAATAAATTTATTAAATACAAACAAATAATTATATTATTATTTTAATTTTATCGACAAGTTTTTCATTATCGCGATAAAAATAATACATTGGTAAATCATAATGTTTGATATTTTGAGTAATAATACCCGTATTATATTCCATTAATACAATATCATAATTATCGTATTTGACCATTAACTGGTCTTTATAGTCAGTCCAACAGATAGACTTTGGATACTTAGTATATCTATAAAATGAATTCATTACATAATAATAATAACCATTATCATAACTATTAGTGTCGTTGTCATAGTAAATATTATCAATTATGTTCATATTCTTTCTAAAAATACAAAATAATTTATCATCACTGTCATTATTATTATCATCATTATCATTATCATCATTATTATTGCCATCGTCATTATTGTTATTATTATTATCATCATTATTATCGTCATCATTATCATCATTATCATCATCATCATTATCATCATTATCATCATCATCATCATCATCATCATCATCATCATCATTATCATTATCATCATTATCATCATCATTGTTATCATCATCATCATTATCATCATCATCATTATCATCATCATCATTATCATTATCATTATTATCATTATTATTGTTATCATCATTATCATCATTATCATTACCATTATCATCATTATCATCATTATTATTGCCATCGTCATTATTGTTATTATTATTGTTATTAATAATGTTTTGAATTGTATTAATTTTTTCACCAGTTTCAATATCCCATATTATAATTATTCCATCATAACTAGAAGATGCTAATTTTGTGGCATTGTGATTAAAACAAATATCTGCAATAAATTTTGTGTGTCCCTTTAAAATATTCAAATTATTAGTTTCAATATTATACAATCTAATCTTGTAATCACACCCAATTATAACTAAATATTTTTCTGTGCATAGTAATTTATTTATTTTATAGCGACAATCTATTAAATTTTTTACAAAATTACCTGTTTTTATGTCGTATATTTTTATTCTGGAAACTTTTACCCTTAAATTTTTAGAAAACTCGTGAACGATCAAAATTTTATCATTATTTAAATAACGTATTTGGGATATTTTTTGATAAGTTTTAAAAGTGTTTATAATTGATCCATATTCTGTATCAATTATAAATATTTCATTTGATTTATTAAAAGCCAAATTTTTTGAGTCTGGTGAATAAGATAATTTAGTTGCATAATAATTAATTTTTATCATATGCAATATTTGAGCAGTATCAATAGACCATATTACAATATTATTTTCTTCGGAAACATAAGCGATTTGACTATTATCAGGTGATAATATTATATCACCATACTCGTGTTTTGTTTCTTCAGAAAAATCACATATAGGTATTTTTTTGATAATGTCATGTGTTATCAAATTACATACATATAGTTCATCATATTTTTCAGCAATATAATAATGATTCCGCGATAATTCAATCATTTCAGTTAATAATTCTTTTGGTAATTTTTTCAGGTCATAATTTTCTGGTAGATTTGTGATTAACAGTTTAATAGTTTCATCATTGTAATCAATCAATTCGATAACATCTAATAATAATTCAAAACCTTCTTTTGGAACGATTAAATGTCTAATGTCAGAAATATCAAATTCTAAGCCCAAAAAATCATAACATCGATAAGATTCTAAATAAATTTTCCATTCGGGATAATTACCCGAATTTATTTTTTGGCCGTAAAAATTCATAATAATGTCTCGAGTTACATATGCATTTGGTACCATCATCAAAATATCATTTAATTGATTTTCTCCAAACATTAATAATTTCTCGAAATAAATACATGATGAATATAATATTATTTTATGAACATTAATCACAAATTTATTAGTACCATCATCAATCGTTAATTTTAAGTCACAAAAATGATTATTTTTCACTAAATCATATGCTTTATCATAGTTCATCATGATAGATTTAATTTTGATTGCTTAAATTATTTACAACTAAATACTAACTTATTCAATTTTTTTATAAAAAAATTGAATAAAAATAACATTATCTATTTCATATCAATAAAAATGCGATTATTATCATTATGAACGATACATATTGCAAAGTATTGAATTCTAATTTTAATCAAAAAGGATACCAATATAATGAAGGCTTGAACGTTTTAGACAAACCATTTGAAAGTACTGGTAGCTGTGTACCTGGTGGATTATATTTTACTAATATTGAGAATATATTTAAATTTATTAATTATGGCATTTATTTAGTCAAAGTCACTGTACCTGAAGATGCTCAAATGGTAAAAGATCCCGATAATGATAAATGGCGAGCTGATAAAATTATTATTAGCGATAAAAAAGATTTGCGTCAAATTGATACAATTAAATATTTAATTGAAAATGGAGCGAATATCAAAAGAGATTATCATTTTGTAATAGATTTTACAATTAATAATGGTTTACATGATATTTTGGAATGTATTTTGACTATTTGTAAGGATATTGAAATAAAATTATCAATTCCAAATGTGCTACCTGTTTATAGCACTAATATGGCCAAAATTCTTGTTAAAGGAAAAGCAAAAATGAGTACTCAATTTGTTGATCAAATCATCAAAAATAATGATCTAAAAATAATCAAAAAGATTATTAGTTGTGAGAAATATATAAGTCATATATTATATATATATCAAGGAGCAGCTTATTATAATAAGTTAGATATAATTAAATTACTACACAGAACACATTATCAATTGGAAACTAGTGATTCACATAATACTTTAGCATTTATTTCTGCTGTTAAAAATGAATCATACAATGTTTTAAATTTCATGATTGATTATGGTCTAAAAATATCTTTTGACATTCAGTCATATATATATAATGACAAAATACATCTACGCATGAAATCATATCTATGTAAAAATTATGATAAAATAATGAAAAATAATGTTATGTATATTGATTTTGGAAATCGCATCGAAAAGTTTGTCAATACAGATTCAGGAGATACTTTAGATTCGGTTCGACGTGAAAAAAAATTGAATTTTTTAAAATCATAATATATATGGTGATTAATTATTAATAATAATTAATCATCATGAAAATTAAAAGTATTTATCATATTCCCGAAAATAAATATGATGCCAATCCATTTAGTAGAAGTAACATACATAATAAAAAATTTCGAAAAATAATAAAACACATAACAGATAATTATAATTATCCAACGACAGTTGAGCTGGAAAAAAAAATTAAAGGATTTAAATACGCTATTTATGAAGGTGATGCTTATCATTATAATGATACGGCTATGTCATTATTTAATGAATATGATTGTAATCTATTTGATGAAATACTTGGCGATATAATACTTTATAATAATGAAAAATTGCATTTACATTTAAAAAATTTGATAAAAGAATATGAGAAAAATGAGTCTCAAGATTTGGATTTAAATGAAAATATTTCTGATATTGAAGAAACTGACAGAGATGATAATAAAAAAAAGTTAAGAAAAGAATATCAAAAATACAGAAATATGATTTTGGGCATTAATATCAATGATTTTATTGAATAAAAAAGTTGAAATTTTAAGATTATTATGAAATATATTTAATAATAATTTTAAACAACAATATATACATAAAAATGGGATATATGCACATTGAATCACTTTACAAATGTCCTGAATTTTTTGAATTATTTTCTAAAGTGTATTGTATGGAAAAAATTCATGGCACCTCAACTTGGATTTATTTTGATCCAAAACAACCAATTAGATTTCATTCTGGTGGAGAAAATAGTGTTGCTTTCAAAAACATATTTGATGAATTCTTTTTAACCAATAAATTACTACAAATTGCTTGTGATAATAATTGGTCCCTCATTAAAATTCATGGTGAAGGTTACGGTGGAAAACAACAAGGTATGAGTAAAACTTATGGCAATATGTTAAAATTTATTGTTTTTGATATTTATGTGGAAAGTGTGGATCCATCAGTTGCTCCAAAATTTCTAAATGTTCCTGACGCTGAAAAAATGGCTACCGAATTAAATCTTGAATTTGTGCATTATGTTTGTATTGAAAATAATCCTAAATTAATAGAACAAGAATCTGATAGTATGTCTATTCAAGCAATTAGAAATGGATTAGGATCTGATAAAGCCAGAGAAGGAGTTGTTATTAAACCATTAGTTGAATCTGTTATGCCCAATGGTAAACGTGCTATTATGAAACATAAAAATGCAGACTTTTGGGAAATAAAATCAAGACGCCCACTTGGCGAACGTCTCCAAGTGGTAGAATCTATTAATGAAATTATAGAAGATTGGGTCACTGAACAACGTTTTAATCATGTAATTGATAGAGTTTTGCAAAATAAAGTTGTAAAAGTTCTGGAAATATCTGATATTAAAATTTTACTAAATTTAATGGTTGAAGATGTTAAACGCGAATCTGAAGGAGAAGTTGTTTGGTCCGAGGAACTTGTTAAAGCTATTAGAAAAAAAACAGCTATTATGTTTAAAGATTATGCCTCACATTTAAATCTAAAAAAATAAATTAGGACACAATTAATTGGTTAAATTAATTATTTGAATCAAATAATTAATTTAGCCTAAATCATCATAGCTACATCCATAACCTGCACTTCGATGTCTTGCTTCAGCTCTACCACGAGCTACTCCATATGAATTTTCCATTTCGCGACGAGTAGCTTCCATGTTACAAATTTTTTTAGCAAAAAATCCATCACAATATCCACAATAGCATTTCATATTAGTTGCATAATCACTAGTACTATTATCCGATTTACAATTTTTGAAAATGTAACACACAACAAGTATAATTATACTTAATGGACTAAGTACATAAACAGTTCCAATTGTAACAATGATACTAAAAACAAGCATAATCGATCCAAAAATATTAATAAAAATATTCGACTGATTCACTTCTTGATTATCCGATTGATGGTTTCGACAGCGATGAAAAATTGCAAATAATATTATGAACATTAGTATTAATATAATAGCTGATAAATATTGTCGACCCAAATATACTGCTGTTAATACAATTGTATCATGGAAAATAGATGCTGTTATCAAAATAATATTAATGATATTAATCAATCCATAGAAAGATTTATAGTATGATTCGGTCCAATATCTTGGTAATTTTGATAAACCAATAATCAAATCTGTTATCAAAATAGTAACAATAATAAACTGATAATTAATATCATAATGATACCAACATGCTATTTTTAGTTTGATGGTGATAATCGCAATGATAAAATCCCAATACTTATTCATTTGGATTATAATTATTTATTAATGATAGATATCGACAAAGATTTTTATTTTCAAATTTTATCGAAAAATTGATAATTATATTGTTTATTGATGTATATTTAATACAAATTGATAATTCATTAGTCATGTCTAGAAATAAAAAAAATGAAAAAGTTTGTATCAAAGATTCTACTATAACTGGAACCGGCAAGGGATTATTTACTAAAGTCGCGATTAAACAAGGTTCTATCATCGCAGAATATCGAGGTAAATTACGTGATAATAATCAGCAAATTCAAAATCTCCGAAGTGTTATTTATTTTAATGATAATACTTTTCTCGAATGTCCGTCTGATGATTTAGCATCTTATGCAAACGATGCTATTAATTTTACCGGTAAACAAAGGAAAATCATGGAAACATTAAAAGCTGACGTACCATTTTATACTAAGCATAAGGGTGCAGTTATTAATTCTACCATTAAAATTAATACTAAATTACATCGAGCATTTTTAATAGCTACTCGTGATATTCCGGTGAACCAAGAAATTTTTTGTCATTATGGATTTTCTTATTGGTTTGGTACCGAAATGACTAAAATTGGTTTTCTCCAAGAAGCTGAAATCGAAGAAAATGGTTTTCCAGATAAAATTTTTGAATATCCTGCTTTTGCTAGATATATCGAAGAATTTTATCCTGATTGTACAGATATAACAGTCAAACCATTTGGTCCAGATTATGATGTAGTTTTAGATTTTGGCCCAGATAATCATATTGTCATGGTTATGAAAAATTATTCCAATATTGTGCAAAAAATAGATAATTTTGAGAAACAAGTTGTACAAATGGGCTAAAAAATTGATTTAAAAAAATCATCTTGCAAATTATTCAATCCCATTAATCATTATCAAATAATTAATGGGAGAAAAGAAATACAAACAAGTGAAAAAATCATCTGGCAGTAAAACTAGTAAACCTGTTAGAACCAGTAAAAAAGTCAAAAATAGAAAACTAGCTCAAAAATATTCGAAAAAATCTCTCAAAACAGATTCGGATAATTCAGATTCTGAACCAGAAATAGTGTCATATAAACGAACTAATAAGAAAAAATCTCAAAAATCAAACAAATATGAATCTGATAACTCTGATTATGATCAATCCGAATCTAAATCAGAATCTGAATCGGAAATAGTGCCATATAAACGAACCAATAAAAAAAATTCAAAAAAATATGAATCCAATAACTCTGATTCTGATCAATCCGAATCTAAATCAGAATCCGAATCGGAAATAGAGTCAGAAATATCAGAATCTAATAATAATAATAATAATAGTAAAATACAACAATTGTATTCAGATAATGATATTAGAAATGTTATATATGAGGACATAAATGATAAATTTTCTTGTGGTAAATTGGGTGATTTCAATGTTATTATTATGAAAAAAAATGGATTTGTTAATGCAACAAATTTATGCAAAAATATAAAAAAAGAGTTTTATCATTGGAAAGAGAATAAAAATTCAAAAGAATTAATAAATGAGTTAAAAAAATTTTTCAATGAAGAAAATGAATATATGATAACAATAACAGGTGGAAAAAATACAAAAATAAGAGGTACTTATGTACATCCTATTTTATTAACTAGTATTGCTAACTGGATATCACCTTTATTTGCTATAAAACTAGGTGTTTGGATTGAGGAATGGAAAAATTATTCCCTAAAAAATTCAATTAAATATTATAAAGCTTTATCTAAACTTGAATCAAATTCAAATAATAACAAGGAAAAAGTAATCCAAAAAACTTTACAAAGTGAATTAGGAGGAGAAATTGAGGTTAAAACTAAATATGGATATATTGACTTATTAACTGATGATAAAATTATAGAAATTAAATCATATGAAACATGGAAACATGCTTTAGGTCAAATATTAATATATTCTGATGAATATGAAAATAAAAATAAATGTGTTTATTTATTTGATGTACCAAATAATATCAAATTAAACAATATAAAGAGAATTTACAATAAATATAACGTATCAGTAATTTTTATTTATGAATAAAAAATTGATAAAATATTAGTATACGTAAAAATTATTTTATGTTTTCATAAATTATAAATCATGAATAAAATACACAATAAAATATATCCTAAGGATGATATTCGAAACATAATTGCTGAGAATATAAATGATAGATATGGGTATGGTACATTGAGTTCACATAAAGTGGTCTTAATGAAAGAAAATGGATATGTTAATATTTCAAACATATTACAAAAAAATAAAAAAAATTTTAATGATTGGTTAAAGGAATCTAAAGAATTAATAGATGAAGTCGAAAAAACATATGGAATACCAAAAAATAAACAATATTTTAATATATTCGATAAAAATAAAGATATTAATGGATTATACATTTATCCCAATTTAGCTATATTAATAATAATGTGGTGTGATATAAATTATTCTCTTAAAGTATCAAAAATAATTAATCGTTAAAATAATTTAATGTCATAATTAAATTATTTTAATGAACCAATTATTACAATCACAGGCGGTAAAATAACAAAAATTAGAGGTACTTATGTTCATCCTGAATTAATTATACATATTGCATCATGGTGTAGTCCAAAATATGCACTCAAAGTATCAAAAATCGTGATAGAATATCATTCTATGGAAATGATAGAAGAAAGAAATCGTTTATTAAAAGTGAAAGATGGAATGATCAATAGATTATCTAAAAAACTCGACAGACAAAATAATAAAATAGATGAACTATTACAAAAGAACGAAAAAATGGACAATAGAATCAAGCGTTTGGTTAAAAAGAATGACGAGATTTATAATATCAATCAAGACATGTTAGGTAAAATCGATGTGATTAGTAATGATCGGGTGGTTAAAGGACGATCTAGTGATGATCACATGTTTGTGATTGTTAAAAATAATGATGATCCGAATGAATATGACGAAGATGAAGATATTTATGAATATAGTGCTTTTAGATTAATGAAAAAATCATACAAAATCAGGATGTCGGAACATCTAGAGAGACATCCTGATATGGAAATTGTTCTCAAAATTAGTCATAGCCCTAATTCTATGAATCTTTGGAATAGAATAAAAACCAAATTAGGAAAAAAGAAGATAACATATTCAGGTTGCAATTTTAATTTGGAGAATGATTATACTGAAAATAAGCTAGTCAGAGATATCAAAAAAATACATAATGAAAGATTAGATACTGATGATATTTGAATTAATACAATTATTATTGTTATAAAATAGTTACAACAATAATAATTATCATGACACTCATTTTCAAATATTTATACAACGATATTTTATTGTATCTATTTCAATTTTTGAATGATATTGATAAAATAAATTTTTCTTTATGTTGCACTAAATTATTATCTTTTCGAAAACATTTTATGTTGGATAAAATATATCCATATGATCAGGTAAAAAATCATCTTAATATATTTAATTTTAAATATATCGGTTATCGAGCCAATTCTAGTGAAATTCCAAATCGAGTAACTCATTTATTTTTTGATGATTATTTTAATGAAAGCATCAAAGATTGTATTAGTATGCGTACACACGCCGAACCAATAACGCTGCGCTGTATCCCCGATACCATCACTCATATGCAATTCGGGGTAAAATTTAATCAAAGCATCAAAGATTGTATCCCAGATAGTGTCACAAATTTACAATTTGGTGATAATTTTAATCAAAGTATTAAAGATTGTTTGCCAAATGGGATTAAATGTATACGTTTTGGATATAATTTTAATCAAGATATTGATCAAACTTTTCCTGATACAGTAACAGATATATATTTTGGATTTCATTTTAACAAACCAATCAAAAATAATTTACCGGAAAAATTAGAATATTTGAGATTTGGAAATAAAGTAGATCATATAATTCCAGGATCTATTCCAGATAATGTTCAAATTTTATTATTACCGCATTTTTTTAATGATTCTATCAAAAATATTATTCCAAAAAAAATTAAAATTATTCAATTTGGATGTTATTTTAATCAACCTATATCAAATTATATTCCTCATGGAATTGAATTTATTAGATTTGGATTTTTATTTAATCAAAAAATTGAACCAGGGAATTTGCCAAATACTTTGAAAAGTTTAGATCTAGGATCTAATTTCAACCACAAAATAACTGGAATATTACCTTATGGTATCAAAAATTTAATCCTTTCTGATAGATTTAATCAAATAATTGAACCAGGTGATTTACCTAACAGTATTGAACATCTTGAATTTACTTTCAATTATGATAAATCTCTGGAAAATGTTTTACCCAAAAATTTACAATTCATACAATTATCAGAAACAACCTATAATAATAATAAAAATTTTATGGGTAATAATGTAAAAATAAAGATTATTTAACATTGGTCATAATTATTTTATTTGTTATATATAAATGCATGAAATAGCTACCTTGAATATTTCTAATATATATTGGAAATTATTTGATATCATTCAATGTTTGCTACACCATTGCGAAAAAAATGATTTGATAATTTGGGCTGAATTTACCACTTTATTACAAATAAATAAAAATAGATTATTACCAAATCATTGTTATCATTATGGTATGTTTAAAACTGATTATAATAAATTAGTTGAAGGATTAAAAAATTCAAACAACATAATAGCCAATATAGATTATTATCAATCGGACACACAACTGGCTATTAGTATGCCAATAGATACTAGCATTATTGTTACTATTCATTTTTATGATGAAACTAATGATATGATAGTATGTCAGGAAAAATTAGATAGTTGGTTATATCCTACCAAATATTTTTATCCGCTAGTCAAATCAACTATGTGTGGTCATTTAATTTATTTACCGAGCGATATTAATCAAATTATTAGTATTAATTTTCCTTGGGAAGATTCAGAGCCAGATACTGAATTTAATGTTCAATTTTATCAAAACATACCCAAGCATCATATCAATGATTTTACCGATTTAAAAAACCTAATCGAAAAATCAACCACACCAATAATTTTGAAAAATACTACATTACTATCTGTTACTGAAACTGAATATGAAAATTTAATTGATAAACAACAGAGAAATATATATGGTTATCAATCCAGTATTAGTTGGCAAGTAATGGAAAATAATGCTAAAAATACTTGGCGAGATTATTTGGATAATAAATTGGCATTTAATGTTGTTGATTCTCCAATTGATGATAAATCAATTTTAGATAATGAATGGAACAATTATGTCAAAAATAAATTATTCGATAATTATGATTTTGCCTTGACATGGATTTTAACTAACTCGCCCAAAACCACACATTTTCATGTTGATCCAGATTATGCTGGTGGATTCATGAAATTATTATCTGGCGAAAAAATATGGTGGTGTGTATGTCCAGAAGATTATCATTATTTGTTGAAATGTGGATATACCATAGAGTCTCTAGCCAAAATGTCAGTTTTAGAAATGATTCGATTGGAAAATAATTATTTGTTTGGGAAAATAATGATCGATATTATTAGCGATCATGATTTAATTTGGTTTCCAATTGATACTTTACATAAAGTAATTACCACAAAACATTCGTATGGTTTTGGCGGATATTTATAAAAAAATATGTTGATTGATTTATCAACCAATATATTTTGTTAAATCTTGTCTGAGATTATTTTTATCTTGTCTAGTTAATATGTTAACATATTTAACATATATAATTAAATTGTTATTTTTATATATCATATCACCTCCTTTTTTATTAATAATTTCTTTTTTTATTTCTTCTATTCCATTTATGAATGAATTTATTTTATATTCAACACCAAGGTGATAATAAAATAGCACAAATTTTTCTTGGTCTAATAACCAAACACTATATCTATCCAACGATAGGTCATTGGCCCATTTTTTATAAATTTGATCAATATCGCTTATTTTTTTAAATGACGTACATTTATTTTTATGATCATGTATTTCATTTATATTATTACCACGATATTGACATCCATTGCAAGTCATATAGTCAATCATAATAGGTTCATCTATGCAATTAGGTTTATCTATGCAATTAGGTTTGTCTATGCAATTAGGTTTGTCTGCACAATCAGATTTTTCCTTAGAATTAGATTCATTATTTTCAGATTCTAATTTAAGTAACCTATTGTTATAATGTAGTAACAAATTATACATAGCTTCTTGAACAGCAAAAGAACCTGGTTTATTATTTGTTGAATAAATTGATTGTTTAATAGTATTCAAATTATTATCTGAATCTGTAATTTTATCTTGTTGTTTTTGTAAATCTCGCATTTGTTTCAAAACAACAAGTTTATTATCTAATTCTTCAATAAGGTCGTCAAGATTCATTCTAATATTAATTTATTGATGAATAACAATAAATCTAATTCAATAGTTATTATTTTCAATATTTTTATAAATGTTAAAAATAATTCATTCAATAAATACATAATTCATTCAATAAATACATAATTTAGTATATTTAAATATATCAATCCATCGATGTTTCTTTGATTATATCCATAATTTCAATATTTGGTATTGGATCATTTTTATTTATTTTGATATCACAATCATCTAGATCTTTCATATTTAATTCTTTCATAACAATTTTCATGAGTTGTATACTAGGATAATTACCATTATTAACAGAACCAGATAATCTTTTGATTGTATATAATTTTTTGAAATCAGTTGATGGTATTTGTTCAATAGAATATACAAATTTGTATCCAAAATCAAAAAATATACAATGTTCTACTCTATCACCAATTGTTTTTTCTTTACCATGATATATATCCATTATTTCATTTATCATAATTACATGATTTTCAGCATATTCTTTTAATATTCTTATTTTGTCATGATCAATTATCACAGGCATAGTCATTAAAGATTATTATTAAACTATTTAATAAATATTAAATCAATCAAATAATATATCAATTTTTTACAAAAAATTGATAGTTTTTTTAATAAATATTAATTGATAAAAATATTTAAATCCTATAATGCATGATTATGATTATATTATTCCTAAATTTTTTAAATTTGCTGAAACAATTATTACGAGTGATATAGTATACACCAAAAATAAATATTTAGATATTATCCAAAAATTAAAAAATAATGAAATCAATATAAATAATATTACTAATCTAAATCAATTGGTTGAAAAAAATAATAATGGTAAAATAATTTATGTTGAAAAATTTGATGATAGTCAAAAAAAATTAATCAAAAATAGTTTTTTCGAAGTGATTAGAATATTAATAGAAAATGGAATTGAAATAAATATTAATGATAATTACCTATTAAAATGTGCTGTATTCAATGGATTTTTACCAATAGTGATATATTTAGTAGATAGATGTGCTAATATTCATGCCAATAATGATGAAGCATTAATAATTTCTTCTGCTCACAATCATCTGGATATAGTTAAATATTTGGTTGAAAGTGGAGCTAATGTTGACGCAAATAATAATGAAGCATTAATAAAATCTTCCCAATATGGGCACATCAATATAGTTAAATATTTGATAGAAAATGGAGCCAATATACATGCAGATAATGATGCAGCATTAATAAAATCTGCTACATATGGACATATCGATGTAGTTAAATATTTGGTAGAAAGTGGAACTAATATACATGCCAATAATAATGCAGCATTGATAAATTCATGTATATATGGATATACAAAAGTGGTTAAATATTTAGTAAATAATGGAGCTGATATTCATTTTGATGATGATAAAGCATTAAGATCTTCCTCTTTTGAAGGGCATTTTAAAATAGTTAAATTTTTGCTGAAAAGTGGAGCTAATATACATGCGAACAATGATCAAGCACTAACATATTCTTGTATGAAAGGACATTTCAAAATAGCAGAATATTTAATAAAAAATGGAGCCAATATACATTCAAATAAAAATAGTGCACTAATATGTTCTTCAATGTATGGATATACAGATATTATTAAATATTTGATAGAAAATGGAGCTGATATACATGCGAATAATAATCAAGCATTAATAAATTCTTGCGCAAATGGTCATTTGGAAATAGTTCAAATATTGGTAGAAAATGGAGCTGATATACATGCGAATAATAATCAAGCATTATTATATTCTTGTATATACGGTTATCCAAAAGTAGTACAGTATCTAGTGGAAAATGGAGCTAATATTCATGCTAATAATAATCAAGCATTAATAAATTCTTGTACAAATGGTTATTTAGAAATAGTTAAATATTTAGTGGAAAATGGAGCTAATATATATGCCAATGATAAAGAGGCATTTAAATGTTCAAATTATGGACAATCAAAAATAGTTAAATATTTAGAAATGATTGAATCTCAGGATAAAATTGAATAAATAATTGTTATTTATTCAATTTTAGTTTATTTCTAAAATATTATCAATGTCGAAAAATGTATCAAAAAATGGATCAAAAAATGGATCAAAAAATGGATCAAAGAAATCTAATTATTTGGAAATTGATTGTGATAAATTAATCGATATAGTTCAAAAATCGACTAAAAAGAATTATTTGGCGAGAAATCAAGATGGTAAAATAGTGCAAAATGTGGCTAATATTGGGGCAAAAAAAGGTCAAATCGGTAAACTTGAAAGACCAGGTGAATATTATGGAATAGCTGTCGAATTTTTAGAAAATGTGAAAATATTGTTAACAGATTATACTATAATTAAAATATTGAAATTAATGAAAAAAGAAAATTATGCAAGTGCATTAAATATTCTTGATATAGTTGATATTAACGAACTATATTATGTATTACATACATGGTTTCAACATGCAACAACACAATATAATAATGAAATTAAAATTAATTTTAATAATGAATCTTATCATGATCTGGACCATTGGATTAAAACAGTAAGATCTGATCCACTACCAGGAAAAATAAAAATTATGGAAATTGGTTTCAATGAAAAAACTGGTGGATCAGTTTTACCGCCAGATTGGATTGATAAATGTTTTGACAATGGTACATGTGTTCATAAACAAATGGATAAATTAGAAACACGTATTGGTAAGCCGCCCGCTACTTATGCTATTATTTATTCTATGGTTATACAACAACAAGATGAGTTAATAACTGATCCATCTAAATTAGATTATTCAATTATATTTTATTTGGATTTAATCGATGGCAAAATTATAGCGAATCAATTTACCAAGTTAAAAAAAAAATATATGGATTATCATTATGTCAAATATGGCGACATATTAATTGGATTTAAACTTGTAGACATATTGGAACCTAAAAAAAATATCAATGGAGTCAAACAAGTTGGTATATTTGTATCTCAATTACAAAAATGTATTCGAAGAGGTAGATATGGTTCTAGTGTTTTACGTGATACAATTAATAATCTTAATGAATGTGCTAATTATAATTTACCAGAACATGGATTTATTAGAGTAAGTTCGGCTAAACAATTGGTTTGGCGATTGTTTATTTCTATTTTGGAAGATTGTAGACCTTATGCAACTAAATCAAATGAAGTTGGTTTGTTAGAATTAATTTTGCTAGTGTTAATAACACAAAAATGTCAAGAATATAAATTCACTAAAGCAATTTTAGAACTAATTACAATTACCGCTTTATTAGCACAATATAATGATACAATCAATGATTTATTTGATTGGAGAAAATTACCAGAAGCTAAATCAACACCAATCAATAACAAATCACCATATCACACATCACTTTCATTAGCTCTTGATAATGTAATTATGATGTCTGGTGATAGACATATGTTGAGTAAATTATATTCAGCCAAAAATAATTTTGAGTTTTTTGATCGTCCCAAAAATAAAAATCTATCATTAGAACATTTTGATTTGGTTAATAAAGATATTTGTCAAGATATTTTATTAACTAGTATTGATCATCATTGTCGACCAAATATTATATTATATTATCAAGCATGTATACCAGTTTCCATGACTACCAAAGAAATTTCTAAATATATTTGGAATATTTCATCGAGTTATAATGTTAGATCAACAAAAACAAAAAATATTGTTGATCCAATTTTACGAGAAATTCAATTGTATTTTCATCAAAATCTAGACAAAGACATTACCACAGATATTAAATCGACTAGTCAAGCCAAAACATTAAATGTTGAACCAAATTATCATGTTAAAAGAAGTAGTTTTTTAATATTGTTTGGTAATAAATATCGATACAAAAAATCGGAAGTTATTTTAGCTGGAACAATAGAAACACCAGCCAGAATAAAAATAGATAATGAATGGACTTATTCCAACGATATCAATATCATAAATGCGTATCCTCCACGTTGGATCTATACCAATAAAATAGATCCACCTTTTGGATTTGAGTGGAAAAAAAATAAATTTCATACAGAAATTATTGATGGCAAACCATATGTAGATGGAAATTTAATTGAATTTTTCGATGGATCTAGTTTAATCAAATCTATCACACCAAATATTACTACATCTTGTAACAGTTCGACATATAATTTGGTAATAAATTTTTTATCTGGTATTGATATTGATTTTAAAACTATATTAGAATTGAAATCAACTGGTAAAACAAAAATATATAATTGGATTCCAAAGAAATCTGATTATCACAAATTAGACATGGATTTGGTTAAATCGGTTTACACCAAATTATACAATCAATTTAATAATAATATTATGGTAGGACCATGTGATCGTATGGGTAATAAAATGCACAATTCCATTAATTATTCGTTAGAGGGTAAAATTTGGGCTGTATTAAATTTGTTTCATTTTTTGTATCCAGAAACTTTAAAACCAAAAGGCACGCTTAATTTTTATTTAAATAAAGAAACACAGGGATATGTTCATCTAATATCCTGTTTAGGACAAATATTATTCGATAATACTAAAATAACAGGATTGATACCTAAAATTAAAACTAAATTGTGGGACCATCAATTAGAAACTGTTAACACGATCATAGCTGGATTCAAATCTGGACAACATGGTTTTGGTGATGCAAGTGATGTTGGTAGTGGTAAAACATTAACAGCATTACAAATTGCTGTTCATTTGATTCAATCAAATAATTTAACACATTCTGGTATATTGGTATTATTGCCTGGCAATAAATTAATTAAAACTTGGCAAGATGAATTGGAGAAACATACTGTTGGATTTGATATTATATTGCACAAACCTTCAGGAATAGTTAATAATATTAATCGAAATACTATTATTATATCGACTATGGGTCGAATAAGAGATAATCCGATCAATCATAAATGGTTATTGGTAATTATTGATGAATGTTTGTCTGTTCAAAATAAAAATGCTCTTCAAACTGAACAAGCATTTATCCAAAGTTTAATGTCCAAATATTTAATTATGATGTCTGCTACATTTTTTAGAACTAGGTTTGATAAATTATATTATATGCTTAAAATGTTACAAACAGGTTTACCAGAAATGAGACAATATTTAGATGTTATTTTAGTTGAAAGTATTGTTGCTAAAATACCAAAAAATAATAGAAAATGGATTACCAATATAAATTATTTTAAATTAGATGCAAATACAATTAACCAATATAATAATATAGAAAAAAAATATACGAATGTGGAAACCAAATATTCCAAATTAACTTCATTCTTAGTTTCAAATTCAGATGTTAACAAATTAGTTGTAAAACAACTCCATAAATTAATTTTAAATTTGGAAAAACAAAATCGTCGTTGTTTAATCTATGCTAGATCTTGCATAGAAGCAGAATTATGGTCCAAAAAATTAAATATACCAATTTATCCCAAAAAAGGAAATCATTGTATCGTATCATATCATGATGGAACTTATGGATTAAATGATTTAGTTATTTATGATACTATTGTAATGAGACCTTGTCAACCTGATTCATTGCCACAAATAAAAGGTCGTCTTAATAGACCAGGACAAGAATCCAATAATTTATATATCGAATATTTTTTGATTCAAGATACAATTGAAGAGGGATTATTAATTCGTATGAATATTGCATCTCAATTTGTGCATCAATATATTATGCCTTTAGCTAAATTTTATGATATATCTGTTAATCATAAAAAATATTCCAATCATTAATATTCTAATCATTAATATTTAAATCATTAATATTTAAATCCAAGTCCAAATATTATTTCATTATTTTATCATGAAATAAATATTTATATTTTTCATCAATCATATCAAATGGAATAACTAATTGTCCAATATTTACTAATGGCGAATTAAATTTTTGTCTTTTTTTAACGTCTGAATCAGAAATCGGATGAATAGATTCATTAGATATTTTATGATAATTATACCAAGTTATGGTACTTAATGTTGCATTTGGATTGAAATAAGATAATGAATTCACTGAATTAATACGAGATTGATCAAACATAAAATATTCTGTCCCAGAAACGTCTCCATAATTAAAATCATTTTCTAATTCATTGGATTGTGTGCGATGATAATAAACACTGTAAAAAAATCCTGAATTAATCGAATTTCCTTCAACATATTGGGAAACCGTATATTCTGGATCAAAACGCATACAGTATTGATTATAACGAGTAGTTTTATCATATTCGGTTAATGTTAAAGTGAAATTAAGAATAAAAGTGGGTACACCTTCTATATGTAAGTAATAATCTGCTACAAAAGTACCAATATCTTCAGAATAATATTGTACAATTGTTCCGGTTAGATTAGCTATTTTATAGAAATCAAATTCACCAGTAGTATCAACCTGAACTGATCCAGAAACTATTAAAGTTCCTTCATATGAATGAGGACCAGCCCAAAGATTATTAATTATATCTCTTGGATAATATGTTGGAGGAGGACATTCTAATTTTGGACTCAAACTGGATATTTGAGGTATAATCATTATTAGCAACATTGCCAAAATTGTAAAATTGAATTTATTTACTAGTAACATATATATTGTATTTATTAAATACAATATATCATATTTTTATGTAGTATTATTATCAAAAATATTGATTAAATTAAATCTATCAAATTTATTTAACAGATTTAAATAATTAAGTATGGAAAAATCAGATAGAATTGTCATTACGATAAATGCTAATAATACTTTGTTTCAAACTACCTTAGGTACTATTAAAAATAATAAAGTATTAGTTGATATGATTAATATGGAAAATCATACCATAAATTTAAATATGGATCCAAAAAATGTCAATATTATTATTAATTATTTAAGAGGTTGTATTAATATTGATAAACTTGCTAAAATTTATCTAGATTCCAAAAAATTAGGTATTGATATTAAATTAGATAATCATGTTTGTATTAATATTGGTGGTAAAATATTTTATGTTGATAAAGAATTGATATCCAATCGATTAGATTATTTTGTTTTATTCTTTAAATATAATAAAGAACATGATCCTGATTATTCGACTATTCTAATAGATAGATGTTATAATTTATTTGAACAAATTATTAGAGTGTTAAAAAATAAATTATCGATTAACAATATTCCCGAGAATTTGAGTCAAGAACTGGAATTTTATGGTTATGAAACTGATCCTGTCGTATTTTTTCAATCAAATAAATTTGGATATTATTCTATCAATAATATTATTTATCGAGGAAAAAATATATTACCCAATACTGATCATGACAGCAATTTATTGAATAATTTTAAAAACAAATACAATATATATTATCATAATTATGAAAATTATAAACCTGAATATATTATTATTCATTTAGGTTCCAAAATTAAAAAATCAGAATTGGATAATATTAAATTATATAACAATATTGACTTCCTAGGATCTACATATGATGTTGATGAAAATTATAAAAAAATAGAATATAGGTACTATGTTAATGAAAAATTTAAAAAAATGTATATTGTTAATTATATAGAGTTGTTATATTACAACATAGAATATAATGATTATTATAGCAACGATCATCAAAAATATGATATTACAAAATATGGTAGATTATTTTACAATAAAATGCATAATTTGATAATTATTAATCCAGTATATACCCAAGATTCTTCGAACAAGAATTACGAAATTTTTATACCCAAAACTTTTAATATCACTAATGTAACAACATTACATTATTCTAGTGTTGGATACGGATATGATAAGATCGTTAAACATTTAAAAAATCCAGAAATCAAATCACATTTTTACAAAAAAAAAAAAATACCAATTAAAAATACCCATAATTTTATTTTTGTTTTGGATAAGGAAGATATGATAAGATCGTTAAACATTTAAAAAATCCAGAAATCAAATCACATTTTTACAAAAAAAAAAAAATACCAATTAAAAATACCCATATTGTCAAATTTGATTTATTAGATTTAACTGGAAGAGGATCTTTTTCGTCCAGTTATGGTGAGAATATAACTATTATAAATAAATTATATTTCACTTTGGCCAAAAATAATGTGAGTATTAATTATATTGAAATAGTAGATAAATATAAAAAAAATATCATATGTAGATCTAATGCTAAATATGATATCAAAAAAAATAATTATACTATCAGTGAATTAAAAAATCCTGAATTAAATTTTGTTAATTTATTGACAGGAATTCTTAATTGTGAAATAATAATTTATTTTAGAAAACCAATTCGCGATACTTTATCTATTTATTATAAAACAAGTGACATTTGGTTTAATTAAATCTAAAAAAATTGATTAAATTTTATTTAAAAATAATATGACTTATTGATTCATACTAATATTAATATGAATCAATTCAAAGAACTGTTAACTAATGTTGAAAATATTAGTTTAATTTATAATGATAGTGACAATCGTGTTATGTTCACCATGAAATCACATTTATTATATTTTTTAACAAGATTTAAAAATAGTGATATTGTAAAAATTATTGAGAAAGATAATTTGAAATATTTTATGTTGGATGAAATATCCTCAGACAATTATTTAGATATTTATGATAAATTTATAAAAGAATATCAAATATATGATTTAGATTATGATAATTTTATTGATCAACGCGTACAAAATCTATTATCTATTTCCGAAGAATGTGATACTATTGACAGATTAAAAGAACTCGTAGAATCATTTAAGAATTTTACTGCATACAATGGTTTTGAACCAAGTGGAAGAATACATATTGCACAAGCACTTATTACAGTAATGAACACTAATACCATTATTCAAAATGGAGGATCAATGATTATATATATTGCTGATTGGTTTGCACAAATGAATCATAAAATGGGAGGTGATTTAGAAAAAATTAGAGATGTGGGTAAATATTTCATTGAAGTATTTAAAGCATGTGGTATTAATATGTCTGGCACTAAATTTATCTGGGCTAGTGAATTTTTTAATGATAATGCTACAAAATATTTTGAAAGAATGTTACATATTGCTAATCAGACATCTTTAGCACGTGCTAAAAGATGTTGTCAAATTATGGGACGTAGAGAAGGTGATGAATTATCTTCGTCACAAATTATATATCCTTGTATGCAAGTAGCAGATATTTTTGAATTAAATCCAAATGGAATTGATATTTGTCAACTTGGTGTTGATCAAAGAAAAGTTAATATGTTAGCCATTGAATATGCTAAACGTAATAATTTAAAAACACCAATTATTTTATCTCACCATATGTTAATGGGATTGAAAGGTTCCAAAAATAAAATGAGTAAATCTGATCCTGAAAATGCCATATTTATGGAAGATAGTCGTGAAGATATATTTAAAAAAATACACAAAGCATATTGCACAGACGAAATTATTGATAATCCAATTTATGAATATATCAAATATATTTTACTTAGATGGTTCGGTACCATTACTTTATGTGGTCAAAAATATAATAATATTGATGATATCAATAAAAATTTTGCAACAATGTTAAAAAAAGATCTAAAAAATGATGTAGCAGATTATATTGATTATATTTTGGAACCAGTTAGACGTCACTTTCAAGATCCACAAATGGCTGAATTATATTCTCGAGTGCGTAGTTATACTAATTAATGACTTGATTAAGATAAATATTTTAATATGAATATTAAAATATTTATCTGTGATGTTAATTATTTTCCGATTGTAATATTTTTGACAATAATCAATAATTTTGCAATTGCAGCAAAATCATTACCAACGAGATGCTCATTTTCAATATCAAATTTTACAAGTTTATTTTCCAGAATACTTGTGACAGTATCATTAATAATATCTAGTTGATTTTGTGAACAAATATCTACCAATTTTATTTCGATACCAGAATTAATTTGTGAAATAGTATTTTTGAGAGTACTAATTACCTTTCCACCAACTATTTTTAAATGGCCTTTGGAACATATATCCGCAATCATGGTATCAATACATCGATACAATTTATCATTAATATTACTTTGTAGTAGCAAATACTCAAAGATTTTTGAATGTCCACGATTTGCCGCTGTTTGTAAAGCGATATTGTCATAAGCATTAACATCCATGCCTAGTTGAACCAAATATTCTACTATATTTGTATGACCTTCATAAGAAGCCATACTCAATTCAGTATGATATTGATAGATTGATTGATAATCAATCTTGATTTCTTCAATTAAGTATTTAACGATATCCATATAACCTTTTTGAATGGCCCATCTGAGTAGATGACGATTATTAGGATCAGCACCTTGTTGGACAAGCCATTTGATAGTTCGAATATCCGAAAGATCATACAAATGATCCACAATTATTTTGGTTGCTACATAATGACGCATTTTAGTATTATACAATATTTCAAAATCATTATCAGTCGGTATTATAAATACTTGTCGAATAAAATTTTTACAGGGATAATAACCCTTTTTAGCATTAGATTCATTACTAGTAATATATTTGTTTCTATCAAAACGGATTGTTTTAATGGATTCTTTTTCAAAAGTGGCTGCAAATAGTTTATCAAATATATTTTTGACATCAAAAAATACTGGAGCTACTTCTGGTGCCATATGAAATGGCAATCTAGTTAGTGTTTGATAATGATCACACCATACATTTATACCTGTTCGATACTGGTAGCGATTAAATGATCCAATATTATCTTCATTGACAATAGTAAAATATTCAGAGTTCAAATTACCAACGTTAATTCTTTGATAAGAATTCATTACAATAATGTTTGATATTATCAACTAATGAATATGGTTCAATTAATATGTTGAGTATTCAATTTTTTATTAAAAAATTTGAATATTAAAATATATAGATCATAATATGTTACAATCAAACAATTAATTGTATTATTATTTTTCATATGGATCTTAATCATTTAATTGATAAATTTTTATCTGAAATAAGAGATATTGATGCTAAAATAAATCAACTCAAAAAAAGAAAATTAGAATATTTGTCAAATAATCCAGTACCTGTTGTAAAAAAACCAAAAACAGATACTTTTGATCAAATAAAAAATACAGAATGCAAAAATAAATTTGGTATACATAGTACTATAGCATTAGATGGTTCGGTAATTTGGTATCGTGATGGAAATAGACATCGTGATGGTGGTCTACCAGCCGCTATTTATACTAATGGTGATTTGAAATGGTATAAAAATGGTCGTTTGCACCGCGATGGTGATTTGCCTGCATTTGTTATGAAAAATGGCGTATGTGTATGGTATCGCGATGGCGAAATACATCGTGATGGCGATAAACCAGCTATTATTTTTAGTGATGGTGGTAGAAGATGGTATCAAAATGGTAAATTACATCGTGACGGTGATAAACCAGCATCAATTTTATGTGATGGAACTATGTTATGGTATCATAATGGTTTAATTCATCGTGAAAATGGTTTACCTGCTGTTGTTAAACCAGGGATTAAATATAAATGGTATTATCATGGAATAATACATCGGGATTATGATTTACCTGCTATTATTCACATAGGTGGAAATATTGTTTGGTATCATAATGGTAAAATGAATCGATTCAATGATTTGCCTGCTATTATTAGACCCAATGGTAAAAATGAATGGTTTATTAATGGACATAGATATCGCGAATTTGATAAACCAACTATTGTTTATACAAATGGGATGGAATATCAAAGTGTCACTAATCAACTTTATAATACATTTTCTTATTTATTGAATTGGCATTAACTAAAAATAATTTTATTTTTTTATTAAAAAATTGAAAAATAAATTACCAATATATTTCAACTATTGTTAGTTAAATAATCAACACGAATATAGATTCATTAAATAACATATATATATTTTGTTATGGAGTCCGAAAATAATCTTTTAGTTACCAATGATATTGAAGAAATAACATCCGATCAATATTCAATTACAGACGATACCAAAGAAATATCATCAAATAAATTTTTTCTAGTTACTAATGATGATGAAGAAAAATCATATCAAAATATCCCTGTTGGAAATATTATTAATGGCTTTACATTTAAAAAATATACGATTACAACAGCAAAATATTTATTTGATACAGATATATCTGGAACTTATCTTAGGGAAGTTACTGTACCAGTCAATGATAAAATTATTATTGATAAACAAAATAATTATATTAATACAAACATATTAATATTGGGTAATCAATATGATTTATCAAAAATAGAAACATTTGAATATTTGATTGAACAAAATCTAGATATAAATAATCCCAAAATAATAAATTGGGCATCTAAATATGGTCATCTAGAAATAATTAAATTTATCCTAGATGATTTATCCCAAATTCCTAATCATGAATATTATAATTATTTAAGAATTACTGTAATAATTAATATAGCTATTAAATTTAAACAATTTCACATTGTAGAATATTTTACCAATAATTCAACCGATTTTGACACTAATAGTATTACTAAAAAATTAGTTCGTCATAAACACCTTGATTTAGTCAAAAAAATGATAAAAAAATATGATATTGATATTGATACTATTTTTGATCATGCTCTAAAATATAAATCTTTTGATATTATTAGATATATTATTTCCATAGAAGATGATATTGTGAAAAAAAAAGATAAATTAAACAAAGCTTGTCGAAAATTTAATTTATCAGATAGTTTGGTATTTCAACAAACCAATGATATTTTATTTATGGTTACAAATCGTAATGAAATTCATGAAGGGGTGCCAATGGGAACAGGTTTAAATATTTTCAGCAAGTTAAGTCTGATTTCTACAACAGTAAAACATATAAATAAATATTTTGCTGGAGGATATTATTTGAGAATAGTAACTCGACCATTAGATAATCCTAAATTTATTTCTTTGGAAATGAGTGGAATTTATCGTACTAATATGTTAATATTAGGCCAACGATTTGTGTTAAGTGATCCGAATACCTTTATTTTGCTGTCAGATTTAGGATTTGATCTTGGTAATCGTGATCCCAAAGAATGGGCTAATAATATTATTAATCCTATCATTCCAAAAACCAATCACAAAATAAATTCATCTAGTAATAAACATAAACCATATTATAATAAACAATATACTAATCATAAATGCATTAGTCCAGTTGACCATAAATCATTATTCACCCGAGACATATATGGTTTTGATTTTGAAGAACCAAAAATTATGTATCAAAATGTATCCAATACTCAAAATAAAACTACATCAAAAACTTTGGAAAAAGAAAAAACAGAAATTAAAATAATAGAAACTTCAGAAAATATCATCGAAAAACATATAGTTAATGAATCATTACATTACGTTAAATCAATGATTGCGGATGATCCTGAATTATTTGAAACAGCACTATTTTGTGCCGCAAAAATTGGTCAAATTGATATATTGGAATATCTTATTTCCCAAAGAAAATTATCTACTGATATTATTAATAAAACAATGCAATCCGCATTCACATATTCTGATCATTATAATAATCAATATCGAGTTTATAAAATTTTAAAAAATTTTGATTTGGATTTAGATTCTGTTATAACTACCGCGGCTGGATGTGGTAATATTGATATAGTTAAAGACATTACATCACAAGGACGTGATCCTCGTAAAGCATTTTTTATTGCAGTTGAATGTGGACATTTTAAGATTATCAAACACATTGGCAAATTAAAAAAATTAACTATCAATGATATCAAAATGGCTATTACAACAGTTAAAGGACAAATACATGATATTCTATTTTTTACCGAAGAAACAGATGTTTTCCAACAAGAAACAATTATTGATTTACTAGAACAAATAATGCTGTTTGCTATTTAATTTGATAAATATAATTACCATTAATTGTATTTATCAACAAAATTATTCAATCCAAAATATTTGGTTAATATTCCATCCGCACTTTCAATTGCTCCCTCAACCCAGCCTTGAGAATAAGAAAAATCGCTACCTGTTGTATAAATAGCATGTTGTGTATCAATAGGAGTATTAATACTAGACATTAAATATGGTATATTACTTGGACGCCAAAAATATGCTCCAGCATTCCAATATTTATAAATAATATCATTAATTTTAATCACACTATCATTAACTCCAAAAACAATTGCAATTTGTCTAACTAATTCACTAACTAGTGGTATATTTTGATTTGGATTAGAATGTATTGGATATTGTTTGCCTTCTTCTAGTACATAGTTTGACCAATAATCTGCATCTATATCATCAGCATAAACTAATAATTCAGGTGGATTTTCCGAATAAAACCAAATTTGTCTAGCAGGTAAATCAGATATACATCTACCTTTTAATAAACCATTCTGAGATAATATTTGATATGTTTGCTTATCGACAGACAAAAAAGCTTTAAATGCACTCCAAGAATTGACACTAGCCATAGCTTGAATCGCTGAATTAGTCCAAGGTGCATCAACTTGCAATAAAGAATTTCTGGCAATAGCCAATATAACTGATTTAGAATTAATCATCACAGAATTATTACCTGTTTGAAATAAACAATCGGTTGTATTATTATTTTCAGGCATTAATTTTTTTAATCGAGTTGATAACATTAAACTAGTATTTGGTCTGGAAAATGTTTTTAAAGCCATTTTTTTTATAAATGAATCATAACCACCAATAACAAAATGTTGCTGTCCCATTCCTGATAATGATATATTTTCACGAATACCTGTCGATGCAGCAATTTCTACATCAAAAGAAAAATTATATCCACTAAAATCACGATAAGCTTCAATTGCTCCATTAGATACACCATTTTCTTGTAGCATTTTGACAAAAGATGTATTATTTAAATAATCAGATTGATATATTTGACTCCAATCTGTTTGATAGTACGGTGCCACTTTTTTGACTGTATCCAAAATTAAATCATTAATAGAAATATTGTATTCTCTTTCAGGTAATTGATATAACATAATTAATTTTTTTCGTTCAGGTGATATACTTGATGAACTATTTAATACATTAATATTCATTCTATGTCCACGAACAAATGCAATATTATCTGGTTCGATATATGGTAAAACAATAGTAGGTATATTTAATATTTGCAATAATTGTGTTAAATATGTATCAATACCTGGGAAGGTTCTCATACCACCCATTTCAGCATATATATCAGTATTTCCAAATGGAATGGATTCTAATCTTCCTCCGATTCTATCAGTGCTTTCTGCTACTATAATACGCTTGTTTGGATATTCTTGCGATAATCTCCAAGCACAATATATACCACTTGCTCCTGCGCCAACGATTAAAATATCACAATCCAATATTGGAGAACTATCTATCAATTGCAAATTTTCCATTGTCGCATTTTTACAATTATAATAACTATTAAATAACACATAAATGATTACAATAATAATTATCAAAATGATAACATAAATAATATTCAATGATGACATTATAATTATATATACGATATTTATAAAAAATTGATTAAATAATGTATTAATATTATTTAATTAGTTGATCGATAAATTCAGAATCAAATATAATGAATATTGTCCATGACGAAGAAATAAAATGTTCTGTCAAAAGAAAATTACCGGATATTAATTTTCGTCCCAAGAAAAAACATGTTGTTATTGAATATACTCCCACAACAATAAAACCAAATTCAGATATTGTAATTTCAAGGCCACATATTGTTGAATTATATGACGCCAAAAATGTATCTAATTATACCATATTAGATAATTATGCCAAAAAAATCTTACATCCATCTGTTGGAATTAATTCTGAAAAAAATTGTTTTACCAATTTAAAAATTGCCGAGAGACAATGTTATATTTGTAGACAAAGTATTAAATCTATTCATTGGTTCTATTTGTATCAATGTCAAAAATGTGGAGATAATAGTCTCTGTTATAGATATGCTACTCGAGATTTATCTGGACGAAATGCATTAGTCATTGGTGGTAGAATTAAATTAGGATATCAAATAGCTCTCAAATTATTGAGAGCTGGATGCAGAGTCATGATTACATCTAGAAATATTGATACTGCTTTAGAATATTATCAACAAGAACCAGATTATTTAGAATGGAAATCAAAATTATTTGTGTTTTCAGAGTCATTTGATTTAGGTAAAGTTAAAGAAACCATTCCAAATCTTATTACAGAATTAAATAAAATTTTTGGAGAAAATCAATTAGATATTCTGATTCAAAACGCTGCACAAACTATTTATTTTGATAATAACAATGATAACAATGATAATAATGATAATAGTGATAATAGTGATAATAATGATAATAATGATAATAATGATCCTATTAATGAAATGAAAGAAAAGGAGATTCTTGACTTGGTACTTAAACGTGGACGTAGATTAACTTATCCACCAGTTGAATGGCGTGTTACTTTTGCCGAAAGATATGGACGTAAATTAGATTATAGAAGTAGTAATACTTGGGGACAAAATATCTTTAAAACAAGTGATGATGAAATAATATCTGTAGTACAAAATAACATTATTGGATCAGTGTTAATAGATAAATATCTTATACCAATTATGAGACCTGACAAAGATACTTACGTTATCCATGTTCATGCTAAAGAAGGTACTTTGGATACACACAAAACTATGAATCATATGCATACTAATATTGCCAAAGCTGGATTACATATGTTGACTAGATGTTTAGCTGGTAATTCTGATTCCGATGAACCCAGACCACTTTATCCGCAAATACATGGTGTTAATCCTGGATGGTTTTCTATTGATGAATATCCTGTCAGAGCTAGATTTAGATCCAAGATTTTTAATCCTCCGATTGATGAAATTGATGCAGCTAGTCGTGTAGTTCATCCGATATTTTATCAATTACCATCTTCGCACAAAACTTGGGTTCATTATCAAAAATCATCCAGATATTAAATTCAATAATTATTAAAATATTGAATTTAAAAATGATCTATATATTAAATTTAATGTATATGTATATATTAAATTCAATGAATAGTGATGATATTTGGCTAGACTATTTATCTATTGACAATTCTGAATCTAATTTGGGATCGGATTTGGAAGATAATGATGCAGTTAAGCAATATTATGGAATTGATATCGAATCAGATATTTATTTACAAAGAACCATAGAAACATGGAAGATAGTATACAAAAATAATAATAAATATTTTAATTTATTTGGAGGTCAAACATTCCAAATAAATATTAGAGATAGATATTATGTAATTCATATACCAAATAATTGTTTAGAATCAAGTGAAAAATTTCCTACACTAATTTTTTTACATGGGTTATCACAATCTGCTTGGAATAGTGCACTGAAAAGAACTGGATTAATTGATTTAGCTAATAAAAATAATTTTATCGCAATATTTGGTCAAGGTAAGGGTGAAATATGTTGTCCTTTTAGAAATAAAGACGGTGGTATTTCTTTTGGAGATTTATACTGGGAAATTGAGGAACCAGAATTAGATATTAATTATTTAAAATCAATAATGAATTTAGAAGGCACCATTCCATTTGATAATTCAAAGCATAATATTGATCTAAATAAAATTAGAAATATAATGAACGATAAAATATATTTATGTGGTTATTCAAATGGAGGAATGTATTCATTTAATATGTGTTTTTCAGGTTTAAAATTAGCTGGAATATGTAGTATGATGGGAGGTTATGGAGGATTAGCTGCTTATTCTGGATCTAAAATCGATAAATTCATCAATAAATTTAATACCATGTCAACGAATATACTTATTATTATTGTGACAGGTACTTTAGATGAATATAATCCAGCATCACAAAAAGCTGTTGAAATATTGGGAGAAAAAAATTTTACTAATGTGAAATTTTTTAATATTGACGATAAAAAACATTCTTATCCAAATGATTATGAAAGTATTGTGTGGAAATTATTTACCGATAAATATTAAATTCATTTATTCAAATAAATTTAATATCAATATCCAAATTATTATTTACTTTCACAATTGTTCGGACAAACAATAATTTCATATGTTTTTAAATAAGTTGGCATTTGTGTTTGACGATATGTTTTATATTTTCCTTGACCACATTTATTACAAACATCATACGTTCTAGAATTAGTATATCCACTTGTTGATAAAGTATTTTTGGGAATATTTGGATGTTCGTATGTTTTGTAATGAGTATTATTATTAGGCTCTTTGATATGGCCATATGGACATTTATCATATGTATTTAATGTGTAACATTTTGAACATCTTGTTCCATCATGACCAATCGAACATTCTGTGTCATTAATACCTCTTAATTCTAAAAGTTTTTTAGGAGCACTATAAATACACATATGTGTATAATTCATATCTTTAGTTGGATTTAAATTTTTGGATGAATTTCTTGATTTGTCCAATTCTTTTTCTAATTCCGAAAATAAATTAAGATTTTGACGAATATTGTTGTCAAATTGTTGACCATGATTATTATAACTAGAGCTAGAACTAGAACCAAGTTTATAATGTGTATCATTATTTATCGCATTAAATAAATTTTCTCGCATTTTCTTTTTCATTTGTTTATGCATTTGTTTTTGGCGCTCAATCCGCATTTTCATCTCATATTCTGCTTCCAATTCAGCATCTGTCAGTTTTTCTTTACCTTTGTTCATAATTGTATTAATATTCTTAGTTAAATAACTTAATTTAATATTATTTGTAAATAAAAATAATAGTGCATTTATATTTCAATTTTTATTTTTAAATAAAAATTGATTATTTATTGTATTGATAAAATTCATTAATGTAATTAATATTTATTAAAATGAAAAGGTTTATCAAGTGTAATTATTTTAATACTACTAAAGTATCTTTGTTTAATACGTCACAAAGATATTTTTCTCAAGGTCTAAACATTGATACAATTGGACCTTTATTTAAAGTAACTCACAAAGATGAAAAACATTATAATTTCCAATATCAAGATGGTCTAAATATATTAGATATGCCATTTAATAACGATGAGGATCACTGTGTTCCTGGAAAATTATATTTTACTGATTCGAAAAATATTTGTAAATATCTAGGATTTGGCGATAATCTACGGAAAATATCTTTACCAATTGATAATCCAAATTTCAAAATGACCAAGTGTTTATATGGCGAAAAATATGGTGCTAACATGATTGTTCTTGGAGAAAAATATGATCTTAACCAAGTAGAAACATATCAAAAAATGACATCAATGGGTATTGATATTCGGGCTGGAAATGATAACGCTTTAATAGTCGCAGCTCAAAAGGGAAATTTAGAAATTGTTAAATACTTGGTTGAATCAGGAGCCAATGTTAAATCACAAGATAATTGTGCTATTAGATTAGCATCTGAATTTGGACACTTAGATGTAGTAAAGTATTTATATAAAGCAGGTGCTAATATTAAAGCGGATGGTAATTATGCTATAATTTGGGCATGTAAAAATGGACATTTTCCTGTTATAGAATTTTTAACTAGTGTTGGCGCTGATATTAAAGCTGGTCAAAATCTTCCTATAAAAATGGCAGCAATTGATGGACATTCAAATATAATCAAATATCTAGTTGATCGAGGAGCAAATATTAGCGCAGATAATGACTATGTATTTAATATAGCTTGTAGAAATGGACATAGTGATTTAGCAGAATATGCTGTCGATATGGGCGCAGATATATTTTCCGATAATTGTTATGGAATTGATCATGCGATACGTTATAATCATTATAAAATTGTTGATAAATTTATTGGTACTTAAGTTATTCACAAATAATCCATAAAAAAAAATTGATTTTTTAAGTATTTAAAAGATTAGTTTTAATTGGTTTATTAATTATCAAACAAACAATCAACAACTAACCATTCAATCAACCATTCAATCAACCATGAAAACTCAACTCATTATTGCTTTCCTTTTTATTGGATGTGTATTTGGTAGTTTTCTTAAACCTGATATTGATGCTACACTTGGAGATCTATCCAGTTTTAATCTAGATGATCAACCTCAACTAGCCTATAAAGCTAAACTTGTTAACAGGTATCTTAATGGTACTATTACTCCGTCCATGGAATCAATTCTAATTGTTGATCCAGTTAATAAAGTGTATTATTCAGAAGATCCGATTTCTTCATTTTACTTTTTTGGTAATGTAAGTTATTTTGTTATTCCTCCTTATGTTTGTCAAATGTTCCCTGATATTAACTATGATCTTGTCAACTCACAATTCAGTGGACTATATCATTCTACTGATCTTGATGTTAACAATGTAGTTAGCCACCAAAATCTTAAAATGTACAATGGTATTATTGATTTTACTTATCTTCCAAATGCTGTATCAGTTACTCTTGATGATAAAGGTCGTTTCCTATCTATGGTTTGGTCTGGTCCTGCTGATTCAGCTCAACTATTTGATAATGTTCTAATGTCAACTTATTCGATCTATAAATCCGCAAAGATTGGTAGTACTGGTTGGGCAACTCTTCCCAACCTTCCCGCTGCTTGTTTCCAATCTTGAATAAATTCAAAAAATTGACTTATTATTTGATTATTAAAATAATCAAATAATAAATTTAATTCAAAAATGTCAATCACAGATATTCTTAATAAAGATGTTATCATGTATATATTAGATTATTTGAAAGATTATGATAAAATTAATTTTATGATGACTTGTAAAGAATATTATGATTTGAGAAGCGATGTTGAATATATTAATTTGTATGAATATGATTCCATCAAAAATTTACCTTTTATAAATAGATTTAAAAGACTTGTTTATAGAGGTAATATATCAGACGAAAACATATTCTTAACCAAACCTATAAAAAAATATTTAGTAGATAATTTAACCAATCCCATCCCTAATAATGTCACTCATTTAACTTTTGGAAAGGAATTTAATCAGGATATTAAGGGATATATTCCTAACAGTGTTACACATTTATTTTTTGGAAATAAATTTAATCAGAATATTAAAGATTGCATTCCAAATAGTGTGACTCATTTAACTTTTGGACAATTTTTTAATCAAGACATCAAAGATTGTATTCCGAATTGTGTCACTCATTTAAAATTTGGAACACATTTTAATAAAAGTATTAAAAATTATATTCCAAATAGTGTCACTAATTTAACCTTTGGATGGTGTTTTAATCAAGATATCAAAGACTGTATTTCAAATAGTGTGACACATTTAATTTTTGGATATAATTTTAATCGAGATATCAAAGATTGTATTCCGAATAGTGTCACTCATTTAACTTTTGGAAATGATTTTAACAAGAATATAGATTGTATTCCGAATAGTGTCACTAATTTAACTATTAATGCTAATATAAATAAAAATATTAAAAATATTCCTAATAGCATAATTCATTTAACTTTTGGATGGGGTTTCAATCAAAATATTAAGGATTATATTCCGAATAGTGTGACTCATTTAACTTTTGGAAATTTTTTTAACCAAGACATCAACGATTGTATTCCAAATGGTGTGACTCATTTAACTTTTGGATATAAATTTAATCAAAACATTAAAAATTGTATTCCAAATAGTGTGACTCATTTGACTTTTTATAGAGAATATAATAAGAATATTAAATTATGGATTCCCAAATCTGTCACTCATTTATTATTTCTTAATGACAAAAATTGATTTATTATTTGATTATTGTAACAATCAAATCATAAATTTAATTCAAATGTCAATCATAGATATTATTAATACTGATGTCATGATGCATGTGTTGGATTATTTGGAAGATTATAACAAAATGAGTTTTATGATGACTTGTAAGGAATATTATGATTTTAGGAATGATGTTAATTATACTAATTTGTATGAATACGATTCTATCAAAAATTTACCTTTTATGAACAGGTTTAAAAGACTTGTTTACCGAGGTAAAATACCCAATATAATCCAAAAAAATAATCAGTGAATATATATAGTTGAAAATTTGGATAAACCTATTCCAAATAATATTACTCATTTATTTTTTGGACATAATTTTAATAAAGATATTGGATAATGCATTCCTAATAGTGTGACACATTTGACATTTAAATCTGAATATAATAAAAATATTATATCATGGATTCCCAAATCTGTTACACATTTGTTGTTTCAAACTTAATAAAAATTTGACTTATTATTTGGTTATGAAAATAATCAAATAATAAATTTCAATAAAAATGTCAATCGTGAATATTCTTAATACAGATGTTATTATGCACGTACTAGATTATTTGAAAGATTATGATAAAATGAATTTTATGAAAACTTGTAAAGAATATTATAATTTGAGGAATCATGTTAATTATATTGATTTATACGAATATAATGATGTTAAAAAACTACCTATATTTGATAGATTTAAGAGACTTATTTATAAATATAATTTGCCAAAAAATACGGATAATAATATTAAAAATTTGTATAAATATTATGTTAATGAATCAAATAAATATAAACCAATTCCTAATTGTACGACTCATTTATTTTTTGGAGATAAATTTAATCAAGACATTAGAGGCTGTATTCCAAATACAGTGACTCATTTAATTTTTGGATATAAATTTAATCGAAATATTAAAGATTGTATTCCAAATACAGTGACTCATTTAACTTTTGGATATTTCTTTAATCGAAATATTAAAGATTGTATTCCTAATAGTGTGACTCATTTGACTTTTGGATATAAATTTAATCAAGACATTATAGGCTGTATTCCAAATAGTGTGACACATTTAACTTTTGGACATAGTTTTAATCAGGATATCAAAGATTGTATTCCTGTAAATGTAACTCATTTAACTTTTGGAGATGAATTTAATCAAAATATAGCGCAGCGCTGTATTCCTAATAGTGTTACAAACATAGTTTTTGGAGATCGTTTCAATCAAAATATTAATAAATGTATACCACAAAGTGTTACCAATATTACAATAAATAACATTAGCCAAAATGATATTCCAAAAAGTATAACCCATTTAACTTTTGGATACAGATTCAACCAAAATATTAAAGATTGTATTCCGAATAGTGTAACACATTTAACTTTTGGATTTTATTTTAATCAAGATATTAGAGGCTGTATTCCGAATAGTGTGACACATTTAACTTTTGGACATGATTTTAATCAAGATATTAAAAGATGCATTCCCAATAGTGTAACACATTTAACTTTTGGATATAAATTTAATCAAGATATCCAAAATTGCATTCCTAACAGTGTCACTTATTTAAAATTTGGATGTAAATTTAATAAAAATATAAAGGATTGTATTCCAGTTGGTGTTAATTATTTAAAATTAGGATCATGTTTCAATCAAAATATCGAAGGTTGTATTCCTAATAGTGTAACTCATTTAACTTTTGGATCATATTTTAATCAGAATGTCAATAATTGTATTCCTAATAGTGTCACTCATTTGAAATTTGGGTTAGAATTTGATCAAAATATTGAAAATTGTATCCCAAATAGTGTTACTCATTTGACTTTTTATAGTGAATATGATGAAAGTATCAGATCATGGATTCCCAAATCTGTGACACATTTATTATTTAAAAATTAGTAAAAATTGATTTATTATTTAATTGTTCAAATAATTAAATAACAAATTTAATAAAAATGTCAATTATGGATATTCTTAATATAGATGTTATTATGCACATATTAGATTATTTGAAAGATTATGATAAGATAAGTTTTATAATGACTTGTAAAGAATATTATGATTTAATTAATCATGTTAAATATACTAATTTATATGAATATGATAAAATCAAAAATTTATTTATTATTGATAGGTTTAATAGACTTATTTACAAAGGTAGAATACCAAATAATATATCCACAAATAAATCTATTAAGGAATATTTGGTAAAAAATATTTATGATTTAATTCCTAATAACATAACTCACTTAGAATTTGATAGATTTTTTGATCAAAAAATAAAAGGATATATTCCAAATAGTGTGACACATTTAACTTTTGGATATTATTTCAATAAAAATATAAAAAATTATATTCCTAATAGTGTAACTCATTTAACTTTTGGATATAAATTTAATAAAGATGTCAAAGATTGTATTCCTAATAGCGTAACTCATTTAACTTTTGGAAATGAATTTAATCAAGACATCAAAGATTGTATTCCTAACAGCATAACTCATTTAATATTTGGGTATGAATTTAATCAAAATATTAGAGAGAAGGTTTTACCTTGTTCCCAAAGGGACGGGTTAGAAGAAACACACCGTGTTTCTTACTTACCTTCTCGACTAACTCATTTAACTTTTGGGTATTGTTTTAACCAAGACATTAATAATAGTATTCCTAATAGTGTTACTCATTTAACTTTTGGATATTATTTCAATCAAAATATCAAATATTGTATTCCTAACAGCGTCACTCATTTAATTTTTGGAGATAATTTTAATCAAGATATTACAGATTGCATTCCAAATAGTGTCATTCATTTGAAATTTGGATTTTATTTTAATCAAAATATCCAAGGTTGTATTCCAAATAATGTAACCCATTTAACTTTTGGAGGTAAGTTTAATCAAAATATCCAAGGTTGTATTCCAAATAATGTAACCCATTTAACTTTTGGAGGTAAGTTTAATCAAAATATCCAAGGTTGTATTCCAAATAATGTAACCCATTTGACTTTCGGAGGTAAATTTAATCAAAATATCCAAGGTTGTATTCCTAATAATGTAATCTATTTAGAATTTGGATCTAAATTCAATCAAAATATCCAAGATTGTATTTCTGATAGTGTTACCCATTTAATTTTTGGAAAGGAGTTTAATCAAAACACCAAAGATTGTATTCCTAATAGTGTGACTCATTTAACTTTTGGGGATTATTTCAATCAAGATATTAGAGGCTGTATTCCTAATAGTGTTACTCATTTAGAATTTGGATTGGATTTTAATCAAAATATTGATAATTGTATCCCAGCTAGTGTGACTCATTTAACTTTTGGATGGCAATTTAATCAAGATATTAGAGGCTGTATTCGCGCGCGTATACACGCAGAGCGAATAGCGCAGCGCTGTATTCCAAATAGTATGACTCATTTAACTTTTGGACATAATTTTAATAAAGATATCAAGAATTGTATTCCAAACAGTGTCACTCATTTAACTTTTGATTGGGAATTTAATCAGAATATCAAAAATTGCATTCCTGATAGTGTAATTCATTTAACCTTTGGATGTATGTTTAATCAAGATATAAAAGATTGCATTCCTAATAGTGTAACTCATTTGACTTTTTATAGAGAATATGATAAAAACATCAGATCATGGATTCCTAAATCTGTCACACATTTATTGTTTAAAAATTGAAATTATATCATTGGATATAATGCTATATATAGACTACATAGTATTATGTCGAATCAAAATAATATTATTAATAGTGCGATTGCTACTGGTATTGCAGAAATTATGACTCTACCGATATGCACAATCAAAACTAATTACCAAAATACTAATTTCACATCCATGTATCAAACTATTAAGCATATTTATAATCAGGGAGGTATTCAAGCTTTTTATCGAGCATCTCCAGCTGCTATCATGTCGCAAATATTTTCCACATCATCAAAATATTTTTTATACAGATGGTTCGAGAAACAAAATATACCTTATTCTAATAAAATATTAAATGGTTTAATGTCTGGAATTATATCATCACTATTAACACATCCAATTGATACTATCAAAATTCATTTACAAATGAACGCCAATTTTAAAAACGAATTTAAAATACATGGACCTAAGTTGCTATATCGAGGTTATAGCAAAACTTTTGGTAAAACATCAATCGGATCTTGTTTGTTCTTCCCAATCTATGATAAAATTTATGAAAATATTGGAAATTCATTAACAGCTTCTATGATGTCAGCCATAATATCCGCCACTATCATGCAACCATTAGATTATTTAAAAACCAGACATATTTATGGTTTGTCTTTATACCAAGGATATAATATTAAATATTATTACAAGGGATTATTTTTAAATTTATTTCGAGTTGTGCCACATTTTATGATTGTTATGACAACAATTGACTACTTAAATAAATGTGCGGATAAATTATAAAAAAAATTGATTAAATTAATATATTGATCTAATTAAATTATCATTATTTAAATTAAATACATAATGGAATCCATTATTCTTAATATTAGAAAATTATCTCACCAAGAACTTGATTATGTTGCTGGAATTATTCAACATGAAAAAAATCTAAATGCATCCATTGAATATATAACAACATTGGTCCCTACTTTATTTAAAAATAAAATTTCCACGATAAAATTCGAAACTAATTTCAATAATGATAATGTTAATGATTTTAATCACTTGATTTGTAATGGATCTATTGAATTTAATGATGGATCGATATTATATTCAAAATGTGGTATGTATACTAATGGAAAATATCATCAAGATGAAGATGTTATATTAGAATATAGTAATTATAACGCTTCACAAAATTTTACTATTAAACATAATATATTCGATAATGATACCAAATATATATTCAGTCAAAATACTTTGGAAATATTATATGATATGAATTTAGAAATTAATGCATTTAATAAAATAATGTTAATAACATTGTTATACAATTTTTGTATACAAACCAAGTATATATGTGATCCAGATAATAATCTAAGTTTGCTAAATCATAACATAATCAAAAAATATAATAATTCAAAACCATCAAATAGATTTATTCATTTATCTGATGGAAGTAAGATTAAATATATGTTCAAAAAATAAACAATTATGAATACAATTATGAATTCAATAATGAATACAATTATGAATTCAATACAGATTCAATTTTATTGATTAATCTGCTAGTTGGCATAAATGATATTGCTGTTACTTCTAAAGAAGTCCCAATAATATTATATTGTTCGGTTTTATTTTTATCCAAATCATAAATAAAAATATATCTACCCGAACAATATGCTAATTTATTATTATCAATACTAAATGACAAACAATGTGGTTTACCGTATGAACCTATATAAAATTGTTTTATCAAATTATTTGTTTTAGTGTTCCATATTTGTAAGTCTTGTTTTGTATTAATTGAAGCAATTTTACAACCATCATGTGAATATATCACATCAGTAATATTCGCACCAGACATTATTTTACTGACATTTTGATCTTTGATATTCCAAATGCGAATACTTCCATCACTATTTCCTGTGACAATTTCTTCTCCATTCGGAGAAAAACATAAACTATCAATACAAAATTTATAATTATAAATTATATTTTCTGTATATTCATATTGTAATATATTTAAAGATGATTCAATTACACCTGTATCAATGTTTAATATTTTGATATGATAACTATTTTTATTAACATAAGCCACACGATTGGTTATTGGACAATACGCAATACATTCTATAGATTTATTACCTAATTTGTGTGACTTTATTAAAGATCCAGATACAGATTCTATGATATTGATATGTCCAAATATATTACTGGCTATAATTTGAGAACTATCTGCAGTATAAAACACTTGAACAATATATTGTGCATAATTATCTATAATAATTATAGGTACTTTAGTATCTGCATCAACAATTTCAATATTTGCATCACTAATAGCTACAAATTGACAACCATTTGGAGAATAACAAACAGTGTGTATATTATTGATTGATTGATATATATTAGAATCTGTCAAATAATTATCAAATACAAAACTAGATTCATTTGTATTCCATATTTTAACTTTTTTTGAATTGTTTGCAGAAATAAAATAACAATTTTTACAATGTCGCAAAATCATTGTTAATAATTTATTGGATAGATTTGTTAAATCAAAATTATTAGGTAAATTTCTGATTAGCATTGGTATTAAATATTGATAATTTAATGTTTCCATTAGTTCTATCAATAAATCAAATCCTTCTGGTGGAATTATTAATATGCGCAATTCATTAACAATATCATTGTTGAATTTAATTCCAAAATAGTCATAACATTTAGCTAATTCTAACCAATATTTCCAGTTTTTATCAAATAAAATAAATTTATCATATTCAAAATCAAAATCATACATTGAAATAATTTCAGCAGATATTACAGCATGAGGGACATAGATGATAATCATATTACCATTTTTTTCTGCATATTTTGTCAATAAATTATTAAAATAATCAGACAATTTAGACAATGATTCTCGATTAACAGATACTAATATATGATTATGATAATCATCTTTAAGAATAATTGTTAGATCATTATATACATTATTATCTATGATATCCATTGATCAATTTAACTAATTAAATTAACTAAATTGATTATTTATAATAATTATTGATTTAATCAATAATTTTAGTATTTTCCATGATTTTTAATTCTAGGCTTTCCATATCATAAATACCAAGATAATCAATAATGTCTAAATTTTTAAATTTAATAGCTTGTATTAAATCACCATTAATTATATTCCATTTCATAGAAAATATTTTGGTCACAAAACTTTCTGGATGATGAATTATTTGATGAGATATGTCAAATAATTCACGATTGATAGTCATAAAATACGATTTGTTAAATTCCAGATTATTAATTATTGTTATAACCCTATCGTAATGATCGCATCGAATATAGTTTAAAAAACATCTTCCGGTATCATCTCTAGTTGCATAATCTGATCCATAGTTTAATAATAATTCTATTGTTTCAATATTACTTCCTGAATTAACATATATACCTGCTAATATTAGAGCATTTTTACCAAATTTATTTTTAATATTGACATTGGCTCCATGATCCAATAATAATTTGATAGTGTCCATATTGTTATTAATATTGGCATATTTACAAGCTATCATAAGAGCAGTGTCTCCATGATAATTTTGTTTATCAACATTAACACCTAAATTTAATAATAATTTGACCTTATTAATATTTTTACTGTCTTTTGATAAATCGATAATTTCTTCGTTACAAAATAAATTAATATTTGCGCCAATAGATACCAAATATTTTGCTAAATCATAATGATTATTTTTTAGAGCATTTTGCATACAATAATTTTTATCAGCATTATTATGAGGATATGTATTATTTAAATATTTTACAATAGATAAATATCCATTAAAACATGCTGAATATATTACGTCATTTAAAAAATTCTTTGTTTTGGCATTTGATTCTATTATTCTTTGGATTTGAGCTAAATCACCCAATTTACAAGCCAAAAATAAATCTGCACGATCAGTTTTACTCATAATCGTGTATTGAATACAATAAAATTATCATACCATATTTAAATAAATAATTTTATTAAAATAAATTCAATTTTTTGAGCAAAAAAATTGATTAATATTCAAATTAGTAACAATGGTTATTGTCAATATCTATCATTAATGTCTGAAATAAACAACTATTCATATTTTTCCACCAAACAATATTTTTTTAATGTGTTAAATTCAAGAAGTGGTATTGTCAATACAGCACTATCATCATCTGATAAAGGTTATATACAAAGGAAAATGATAAGACTAATAAATAGTATTAAAGTTGCACACAATGGTAGAATTATTAAAGATTCTATTGTTGAAATAGAAAATAAATTTATTTTAAAAAGTATTATTAAAGATAGTGCTAAATAAAAATATTGAATTATTTACATATTTAATTAATTAAAATTAATTTTGTTAATAAAAATCAATGTCACTGGATATTACTAAATATAATTATGAATCATTATATCCATACTATAAGAAAAAAAAATGTAAATATTTCACGGAATTAATGTACCTAATTATTACAGAAAAAAATACAAAAAAAGGTTATCAATATATATCAGATTTTTTAAAAAATGAAAAAAATCATCAGCAAATAAATGCAAAAAATGAAAAAGGACTAACGGCATTAATGATAGCCTCATTAAATTTAAATTGTTGGTCAAGTACGAAAACAATTAAATTATTATTACAAAATGGAGCTGATATTAATTTACAAGATAATAAAGGATTAACAGCATTAATGCTATTACCTAGAAATCACACAAAAACTATTAAATTATTATTACAACATAATGCAAACACTAATATACAAGATAATAAAGGATGGACAGCATTGACGATGATGATATATGATAAAAATAATTGTATAGAAATAATTAAATTATTATTACAATACGGAGCTAATGTTAATTTAAAAAATAAATACGGATGGTCGGCATTAATGTTAATATCTAAATATTATAATGAATACAGTATAGAAAGAATTAAATTATTATTACAAAATGGAGCTGATATTAATTTACAAGATAATAAAGGATTAACAGCACTTATGTTTGCATGTAAATATTTAAATAAATCCAATAATATTGAAATAATAAAATTATTGTTAGAATATGGTGCTGATCTAAATATTCAAGATAATAAGGGAAAAACAGCATTAATGTTTGCATGTAAACATTCTGGTATTTCTAATTACATAGAAATAATAAAATTATTAATATATAATCACGCCGATTTAAATATCATAAATAACAAAGGATTTAATGTTTTTTTAAATTGTTGTATTAATATTGAAATGAATGATATTAATAATTTATTATTATTAATAGATCATGGTGCTGATTATAATTATGTTTATAATGGAAAAAGTTACGTTAGTTTTTTAAAAGAAAAATATATTTTACAATGTTTTAATAGAATATCATTAAAAAATCATTATAAATTAATGATGAAACGTGTTCTTAATGATATTAAGAATTATATAAATAAAATTTTATTTAAACCAGATTCAATGAGATTTCGTTTGATCATTCTAAAAATGAATTTGGAAATTGGAGATATAAAAAAATGTATTACTTGGAATAATTTAGAATTATTTGATTATTTGAACGTCTATGATTTTGATTCTCTAAAAAATAAAATATATGACATCTTAAAACATTATTAATATTGGTAAAATAAAAATTGAATAAAAAAATCTTAGGATATTAATTAATAATTATTGAATCAATAATTACTAATCATGCAAAAACCATATATTACTCCTCAAAAATTACTTGGAGAATCGCGTCTTCCAATTGATGTCGATTTGGCATTTGTTTGTTATTGTCCAATGCCTATTGTGTTTGAAGATTATAAATTAAACATAGAACCAAATAATAGACTGTTTATACACACTCATAATTCTCATGTATTATTTGGTAAATATCATGAATTAACATTTATTGTTGTTGGTGAAGTATATGGAGGACCAATTAGTGTCACTACTGTCGAAGAGCTCAAATATTATGGTATTAATACTATTATAGGTATTGGATTTGTTGGTTCCTTTACTTCAAATATTAAAACTGGATCAACAATTATGGCTTCCAAATCTCTGATTGAATTAGGTACTACACCACACTATTACGCAAACAAAGGTTACTATACATTTCCTCATTATGAATTATCCACTATCTACAAAATACCAGAAGCATGTGTGTGGACAACAAATGCTCTTTATCGAGAACATAAAACTGATATATTTAATGCTATTAAAAGTAATTGTCATGTAGTTAATATGGATACATCACATTTATATGCAGCTTGTGAAATGCTTAAAATCAAATGCGTCTATTATGCTGTTGTATCAGATTATATATCTCTTGAAGAAGATTCAGAAGTTGAGCTAGAAAATAATACTAATTCAGAAGAATGGTCCAATGAATTAACTAAAGCAGTAAATGGTTCAGAATCTATTGTTATTAATTCTCAAACCAAATTGATTCAATCATTATTGGATTCTTTTGAAAGATATGTATTGGAAAAAAAAATGGATTTCTTAAGATCACTACCTATTGATCTTGAAACTATATCCAATCCAGAAATGTCTTTTCCAAATACATCCAATGATGATGATAAAATAGTGGATATAAATATTACCATCAAAAAAAATTAGTGGACAACAAGGTGATTATCAAATATTTATTTATTTAATATTTATTAAATAAATAAATCAGTTTATTTTTTATTAATAGCTTCTATTAAACGTTTATCGAGAGACCTATTGATTATAGTAGCTTCCATATTTACTGATCTAAAACTTTTAGTTCTGCTTGTTATTACTCCTGAATTAATGTCATACATACAAATATAATAATCTGATGTTTCATTTGATTCATCGATCATATAACGATTAAATATTTTATCAATAAGACTCAATTCTCTTTCATTATATATAATATATTTGTGGTCTGGAGTATAACAAAATGAAACAATAAAATTATCAGAATCGATTTGTTTTCCAATAATATTACCTGTATTAATATCTAAAACATTAATACCAAGTATTTTCATACAACTCAATAATAAATTATCGCTATTATTATGGCTAAAACATACATGATTCAAATTTCCGAATTCTTTTTCAAAATTATACTCTTTAATTAAAAAAGGTTTCTTCATTTTCCAGATTTTAATTTCAAAATTTGTATCACGAGATACTAGTCTTTCTGAATTAGAAGAAAAAGAAATTGATTTGACAGCATGTGTATGCAATGATCTAAATATCATATAATTATTTTTCTTAATATTCCATACAATGACTCGACCTTGATTATCACCCGAAGCTAAATGATTACCATCTGGTGAAAAAACTAGACAAGTAATTTTATCACGATGTGCTTCGAGCTTTTTTTTAAATTCATTTGTTTTACGATCATAAATTATAATAAAAGTGGATCCATAACTACCACTATCATCAATATTATAACAACTACCAATATATGATATTGCGATAATATCATTAATTGGACAATATGCAATTATATTATTATTCCTATTAATGGCATATTTTAGATGATAAGTATTTAAACCAGACGATGACATATTATAATCTTCAATAATAGATGATTGTATGTTATTATTATTCAAATTGTGTGATAATATATGATCATTATAAAAATAAATTAGATCATTAGTTTGTGGTACAATAGTATAATTTTTTGGTATTATGGCATAATTTACTGGTACAATAAATTTGTGATAGAGAGAAGAATTTATTTCTGTCATTTTTTTTGTTATCGTGTTATAACAATTGATAGTTTTTTTGTTGTTATGACAATTAAATGTAACAAAATATCCACAAAACATTTCGGATATTTTATTCAATAATTCAATTGGAAAATTAGATAAATCATATTCTGCAGGTAAATTATCAATAATCAGTTTGATTAATTTTTTTTTATAACCAATTAAGTCGATCACATCCAATAATAATTCAAATCCTTCTGATGGAACTTTTAATTTAACAAGAGTATCAATGTCTATTTTCAAACCCAAAAAATCTTGGCATTTACATAATTCTAAAAAATATTTCCAATCCAAAGTATTATCATGAATTTTATTTATTCCATAAAAAGACATAATAATATCATAAAATACATCAGTATTACCAGTTGGTATTTTGACAATATCTGAATTAGCTTCTTTAAATCCAGTTAATAATTTTCGAAAATAATCACATGAAGTATATAAAATAGATTTATGCGCTTTGATACTAATAGTTTTCGAATTATCTATTATTTCTAAAGTAACATCAGAGAAAACATTGTTTTCGATTAGGATATGTAAATTATTCATTTTTGAATGATAATTGAATCTATTATTAATAGAGTTTGTTCAAATATTTGGAAAATCAATTTTATTTATCAATGAATAAATAAATAATTTTTTGGCATTTTATAAAAAGCATTATAAAATCTTGCAAAGATCTCGAGTCCAAAAAATTATCTAAAAATTGAATTTTCAAAACATTACGATATGATATTAATATATTAATATCATATCTATTGTGACAAATACAATGCAAATTGATTATAAAAATATATCAATCAAGTATTTAGTTAAATTAGCTAATAATAATGATCAAATTGCACAGCAAGAAACTATTGATCGTTATATAATCAAAGGATTAGATTTCACAATATTAAATTACATTGATTTATCCAAATGGAATAATTTTTTGGAAAAATGTCATAAAGATCAAAAATATATCTTTATTTTAATATCTTTTATTTTTTTCAAAAAAATTTCATCAAAAGAGATTTTCTATCCTAATATATTTGATGAATTAATTCCATTTATAAAAATAGAAGCCAAATCTGGTAATTCTTTGGCTCAAAATAATTTAGGTTTTATTTATTATTATGGAATTGATGTTACTAAAAATCTCATTAAAGGTCTAAAATGGTTTAATAAGGCAGCCAATCAAAAAAATATACATGCTTACAATAATTTAAGTACAATATATATTAATTGTCAAAGTCAAGATGATTATAATAAAATAATGCATTATTCTATTGAAGGTACTAAATTATCAAATTGTATATCGGAATATATGCTTGGAGATATATTTTATTTTGGTTATGGAGTAAAACAAAATAATATGACAGCATTTGAATGGTACCTAAAATCAGCTAATAAATCTTTTTCATTAGCGCAATATCAATTATATAAAATTTATAAATATGGTAAAGGTGTTAATAAAAATTTTGGAATAGCTTTATATTGGTTGAATCTTTCAGCAAAAAATAATAATCCAGATGCTCTTGAAATTATTATTGAGGAATGTTTATCATTTGGTAATATTTCACAACACATTTATTGGTGTATCAAACAAAAAAATATAAAAAAATTTCACAAAATATTTGATATTAATCATACAAAATTAATAGCTGATAAATCTTGTCAAGAAAAAATAAATTTTGAAGATAGCAGTAATGATATATTGTCAAAATGTCAAATAATGATAATACAAAATAAATACAATAAAATAAATGAATATTCACCAATATGCCTTGAATATTGTAATATTATTGAAAATATCATATTACAAATAATGAATTTTTTTGATAAGATTAATAAAGCACGAAAATCAAAATTCATGATATCGTGTTTATTTTTTAAGAACAATGAAATATCAAAAAAAATTCAAGAAAGACAAAATGATACAAATATTACACCTTATGTCAAAAGACAATATATACAAGGGCAAGAATTCATAAATTTTGGAGTAAAAAATAATGAATTAATGGACAAAGTAATTACATATAATGACATTATAACTAATCATAATGATATTTTTAAACAAAAAATATTTGAAAATAATAATGATAGATTTGAATCTATTAGCGAATTATTTATTGATTTGAAAAAATATTATGAATTATTATTAAATTATATTTGTCATCAACAAACTATTCGTAATATCGAATTCACGACTAGGAATGATTTTTTTATTATTCAATTAAAAATTGAATAATAAAAAATTATAATATATCGACCTTGATATTATACATATCATAATTGATATGTATAATATTAAACCTTATGATTATAATGAAATATATTATTATTGTTACAATGGCAAATGTAGTAAGTTCACAAAATTAATGTGGTTAATAATAAACGAACGCAAAATAAAAAACGGCCATCGCAAAATTGTGCAGCATTTGAAAAAGAAAAAAAATTTAAAAAAAATTAATTATATTAATGAAGATGGATGGACAGCATTAATGATAGCATGTATTATGTCTAATAAATGGAGTAGTTACGCAACCGCAAAATTATTAATTAAATTAGGTGCTAATGTTAATGTTAAAAATATATTAGGAGTTACGGCATTAATGTTAGCAGTTCGTAATTCTAATACAACGAGTTCGTTACAAACTGTAAAATTATTATTGGATAATCATGCTGATATTGAATTGAAAAGTATTGATGTAGAATATAATGCATTAATGTACGCTTGTTTATATGTTGGAACTGATTGTACAATTGAAACAATTAATCTATTACTAGATAGAGGAGCAAATATAAATTCACAAAATAATGAAGGCGAAACACCTTTGATGTTGGTACTTCGTAATAATGATACAAATAAGTTTGTTGAAATCGTTGAATTATTATTAAATCGAGGAGCTTGTACTGATTCAATAAATAATAATGGAGAAACACCACTTATGATTGCTACAAGTCGTTGTATTGCAAAAAATTCAGTTAAAATTGTCGAATTATTGTTGAAATATGGTGCGAATTTAGAATATTGTAATGATAAAGGTGTGACAGTTTTTATGTATGCATCCGTATTTGCAGGAAGATATTATGAATATAAAATTACAGATTTACTGATAAAATATGGTGCCAACATTAATTCTGTCACAAATTATGGTTTAAATGTTCTAATGGTATTATGTATTAATATTTTAGATATTGGTAATATCAATAGCAATATTATTGAATATTTATTAGATCATGGTATTGATATTAATTCGACATGTATAAATGGACACACTGCTCTAACATATACATTATTATATTTACCTACTAATAAAAATTTTAAAATATCAACAAGATTAAAATATGCCGAAATATTATTAAAACACAGTGCTAATCCAAATATTTTATGCAAAACATCAACTGTACTAAGAAAATTTTTACAATATAATACTAGTTGTGAAATTGTTAGATTGTTGTTACAATATAATTTAGACACAAATATTATTATTGATGGTATGAATGATTTACTTTGGATAGCTAAAAACGTCAAATCTGAAAATAAATTGGAATTATTATCACTATTATTAGAATATGGAGCTGATCATAAAATAATTGATAACGAAGGTCGTACTTTTAATGATTTTCTGGATATTGATGAAATTTCACATTGTGCAAAAATTATTGATGATATTAAATTAAAAAAAAATAATATGGATATTGTTATTAAATCTATTCCTGAAATAATTCCCCAATATATTTATGATATTAATCATTTTAATATACAGTTGATAAATCTAAAATGGAACATCGATAAATATAGTTCTAAAGAAGACTTGCCTGAATCTTGCTTGAAATATTATGATTATTTTAATGCTATCGATATGGAGGATTTTCGAGGTAAAATTAATGATGCTACCAAATATTTATACTAAAATTATAAAATAAAATAGATTATTTACAATAATCAGCCTCAAATAATAATTGTGAATATTTTTATTTCCTAAAAATATTGACTTTTTTAAACTTAAGTAACATTAATTAAATATCAAAATATCATTTAAAACACAATGATTAAGTTTATTTGTAAACCTAAATATGGTTCTCAACAAGGTGGTGAATTTTCCTTAGAAGATGTATCAAAATTTCCATTGATACAAAATCAATTATTAGAAAATGATCCTGAATATAATTAAATTATTTAAATGAAAATGTTTTGAATAGATTTTTTTCGAGCAGTTCAAATATTAAACAAATGATTATTTGTTTAATGTTTAAAATTATTATTAAAATATTTTTTCGCAATATCATCATATGATCTTCCTAAAAATTTTTTAGCACGAGGATGTTTAATAATAAATTCTTTTTGATTATTTGGGCCAAAAAGATAAAATCCATAATTTCCATCATCTTGATCGTCTATATTATTATCACAAATATAATCAATGTATAATCCAATAATTTCCAAATTTTCTGTTTTTCTAATTTCATAAAAATTGTGAGGTTTTTTTCCAAGTATAATTTTGATCACTTCAATATCTTCTTTATTGGTTGCAAAATGAAGAATGCTACGATAATCTTTACTATTCTTATAATAGTTGTAATTAACATCTATGTACGGAAAATACGAAATGGCTTTTTCTCTGTTTCCATTTATATATTCTTCTCTACATTTTATATTAACGTAATCATAAATTATAGTTTTGGCGATCGGATCAAGATTTTTTTTTAACTCCATATTTAAATTTTTTTTATCAACCTGTATATTAACAATCTTATTATCATTATATTCATAATCATCATCATCAATACTAATCAAACAATAATCTTCTTTAATCCATTGTATTAATAATTTTTTTAATATTTTATTCAACTTAGATTTAATATTTTCTTCAATATTAGATACATCTTCATCAATTATAGGAATTAGTGACAAAGTTTTTACTTGTGACAATATATATGTGATATGTTTCTCCATTGTAGACGGATAAATGTAGTGTTTTAATAAAGAGTGTTTCAATAAATAAATATTTCAAATTTTTTTTTGCAATAAATTTATATGCGATGGTGTTATACATATAAAATTAGATGACTTCATATTAGGAAATACTCAACAAGACCTTTTTAGAAGAGTATGAATAAATTTATTTGAAATAAATATTTTAATAAAATTGAAAAATAATTGAATTATTATAAATATCTATTGATGATCAATGATTAAAAATGTTGACTGCACTAATTATCAGTAGTAAAAAAGGTAATATTGAAGCTGTAAATGAATTGATCAAAAAAGGCGTAAATATTAAAGCCAAAAATAATACAGCATTAATAGAAGCATCTAAACACGGGCATATTGAAATTGTAAAATTATTAATAAATAATGGAGCCAATGTTAAAGCTCAAAACCATCAAGCTATTCAATTAGCTTGTGAATACAATCATATGGAAATTGTTAAATTTTTGGTGGACCAAGGAAGTTTTTTGACAGCTAATAATAATAAATCAATTCAATTAGCTTCTAAGCGTGGCAATCTTGAAATTGTTAAATATCTAATCGAAAATGGAGCAAACGTTTATTCTAATAATCAAATGCCAATTCAATTAGCGACAGAAAAAGGAAGATTAGAAACGGTCAAATATATTTTTAATATTTATAAACATGAAAATAAAAATATTTCTGACACAATTATTGATAAAAAATTATTAATATTAGCAATAAAATCTGGTTGTTTTGAATTAGTCGAGTATTTATTAACTGAAATTGATGCCAATTTGAATCGTGAAGTTTTTCAATGTGTGATAAATCTTGCTTTTGAATCAGCAGCCTCTTGTAGAAATCTTGAAATAGTTAAACATTTAATTAAACTTGGTGCTGATATTAGATTTAATAATTATCATACTTTAAAAAAAAGTTTAGAAAAAAGTAATATTAATGTTATCAATTTTATTATTGAATATTATAATGAAGATATTTTGAATGACGAATATGTCCAAAAAATTTTCATTCAAGCATTCAAAATGTATCTAATAAAAGGTAAATTTGATATGATTAGATATTTAATGGAAAAACCTATTAATTTCATTGATTATATCACAATCATTAAAAGTAATTTTTATTATTATATTCGAATACTATTCGAAAAACAATATTTAGAAATTGCGGAATATTTAATAAAATATCTGTTAATATCATGCAATACAAAAAATATTACGCATTTTAAATGGGAAATTAAATTGGCGTTTCATTCAACACCCAATCATTTACAAATAATCTCAAATATTATCGAAAAAATTTGAAAAATAATCATATTACGTAAATAAATATGATAAAATTAAGTATAATAACTTGAACAAAAAAATGCAGACATCAAACTCTGAAAATTATATTACTAGTTTAAAAAATATAAAACGAGAAGAGGATGAACGATATTTAAATGGTTGTTTGGAAAATGCAGAAAAAATTGGTAATCTAGTAGTTAAAAGAGATAGTCATTTTGACAAATTCGTTATGAAAAAATTAAAGAAAGAATTTGAATCTGGAAAAAATATGAATAATATTCATTTTAATATTGGAACAGAAGATATACCTGAATATAAAACTGAATTATCAAACTTGGATGAATGTTTTGAGAAATATGGTTTTTTTTATCCAAAACTAAATGAAAAACTAAATAAATCAAATGTTTTTAAAATTTCAAGAGCCCATAAGATAAATGATGGTGGAATGGATGGACCTGTTTGTACTAATGTATCAGGTATACATCTTAATATTTTATAATTATCTTACAAACATTATTTATTTTGATTCAATTGAATTAAAATAAATAACTATTTTTTTGGTACTAAAAATAGCTAATAACAATAATTATATTATATTAATTTAGAGCATTTATAGCAAAAAAATTTATCAATATGTTTGTTTATTTTATCTAAATGATCGTCATTTTTAATATCCAATTTGCCTTCAATATGATATTCTATCAGATGATCTGTTCGAGTACTATAATCAATTAATAATTTGATCATATCATAATTTTTCATTGTGATAGCATACTTTAATGCTTCATTATTATTAAAAGCAATTAATGTTTCTTTATTTGTTCTGTACATCAATGAATGCAGTAGCATTTTGGTAATCATAATATTATTATTTTTAACAGCTTGTATAAATACTTTTCGATAATCATTGGCCCAAAAAGTAAATTTTTTGACTAGTATTTTGATAATATCACAATTATTTATTTTGGTAGCATACTCAATCACATCAATTATATTCTCTCGAGTTATTTTAATCATATGATTTGATCTAATAAAATAATCCACATATTTTTCAATTTCATTTGAATATGCCGCTGTAACTGCATTATTGATGATTGAATCATCTACATTCAATAAATCATCATCAAATATTTTTCCAAAAATACACATTCCACAATTTTTTTGCAAATAATTTAATATTTCAGACATATTGTACGAAAATCCATGCGATACCAACCATTTAAATGCGTCTATCGCACCAATACTAAGTGCAAAATATGTATAATATTCGTTGTCACAGTTATAAAAAATATAACTTTTGAAAATATTGGTATCATTAATTTTATTAGCGTAATAAATTAAACTAATATCGGTAAATGTATTAAATGTATGAGTACTGAAATTAGTTTGAGAAGTTTTATTTTCGATCATGGAATCAATTAAATCAATAATATCTTGGTAATTGATAATAGAATTATCAATATCATTAATCTTATTATCTCGTATATATTGTCGTAATTTGATGACAATCGCAAACAGATCGTTATGGTTAATTCTTGAAATTCTCATTGTGGTTAATATGTTGGATTTGATATCATTAATAGTACTTACCAAAATAAATTTCAATTTTTGTTATTCACCCAATAAAAAAATTGAAATTGAAATAATTGATATTAATGAGTATATCAAATATTAGTAAATAAAATGGATGAATTAATTTCTTTTGATCGTAATCAAAGACTTGAATCAGTGTTGAATTATATCAAAAAATTAAATCACAACGATTTACATCGAATTAAAAAGGCTATTTTACAACAAGAGTTTGAATTAAATTTTGATGGTTGTATGCCTGATATATTTGAAACTAAAATAAAAACCATGAAATATAAATCATCATATGATAACCCAGAAGGTTGGGAATGTGGTGATGGCATTGAATGCAAATTTAAAATAGAATTTGATAATGATTGTAGTATTGATTTATGTTGTGAATATACAACATATTATGATGGTGGAGATTTGGACTATACAGATATAGATGACAATAGATCTATAAATATAAATATTGGTCAAAAATCATATACCATTGGTTTTAATGCAAAAAATTATCAAACTATTTTTGTCATAAATAATAATGCGTTAAAATTATTAGATGCTTTATCAATTGAAAAAAATGATTTAAATAAAAAAAATTTGGGCATGTTAATTTATAATATTGTTGGTATAACAAAACCAGAAGATTATCATGAATCATTTGATATTATGTCTTGCGATAATTTTGACGATATAACATTTATTTATGAACCTGAATCAAAATAAAAATTATTAATAATTATAATCATAATTATTAATAAAATTATTTGTATCATTATTTTATCTTCATTTTCCAAATATCAAAAGAAATTTCTTCACAAGCTGTATAATCTATATATGCATTTCCATTACAATAAATATCTTTGATTATTTTCCTTTTACAAATTGTAAATCTTTTTTTCCCGAAAAGTTTTATATGAGATTTATATTCTTTTAATCCAGTATCTTTGTTTATCTCGACAGATTCATTACTGGAATTATCATCAGAATTATCATCAGAATTATCATTAGAATCTTCATTAGAATCTTCATCAGAATCTTTATCAGAATCTTTATCAGAATTATCATCAGAATCTTTATCAGAATCTTTATCAGAATCTTTATCAGAATTATCATCAGAATCTTTATTTGAATTTGATTTTGATTTTGATTTTTTATGAGATTTAACATCGGAATCTGAATCCGATGGGGATTCAGTTTCCGAATCATATTCCGAGTCTGTATTCATATTTTCATATTTTTTATATTTTTTGTAACTAATATATTTATTTTTATTTTTGATATATTTTTTGTGTTTCAAATATTTCAAATGTTTCTTATATTTTTTACATTTAGGACAATCTTCATTTATATTATGTTCTTCGTCGAACCAAGTTTCCGCATGACCAATTATTTCTATCATACTTGATACTGCATAGATACGGTGCTGTATTGAATAACTTCCAGGTCCATCATCTTGAGTTACTTTTAAAAAATATATATTTTTATCCTCTTCATCAATATCAACCACACTACAATAATATTTACATTTCTCATTCACGGAGCTAAATTCTCCTAACATATCATCATCGTCCTCGTCAGATTTAATTTTTTTTTCCTTAAATGTATCATCATATTTTTTACATTTTTTGATAGCACTGTTTTTATTTTTATAAATCCCCATAATGTGTTCACTCACATTATTGTTATAATCAGTACACCATACAATATATATTTTCATTTAATTTATTATTCAATAATAATCTTATTTAAAGATTAATTAATTATCAATTTTTTTATAAAAAATTGATTAAATATTATGTTATAAATATTAATATTTAGATTATTACAGATATAATGATGTTATATAACTATTTAGTAAAAAAATATGACTATGAAATACTCAGTGATAAAAAAATAAAGAAAATAACCAATAATAAAATAGGTAAAACATATGAACTTTAATCGAAATAAAAAATTATTAATAATTATAATCATAATTATTAATAAAATTATTTGTATCATTATTTTATCTTCATTTTCCAAACATGAAGATAAATTTCTTCACAATCAGAATAATCTATATACGCATTACCTGAACAATAAATATCCTTGATTACTTTCCTTTTACAAATTGTGTATTTATTTTTTTTATGTAATTTTAAATAAGATTTATATTTTTGCAAACCGATATCTTTTTTTGATTTTAATTTATTTGATTTAGATACCGATTTATTGTCAGACTTGGATTCAGATTCATTGTCTGAATCACTATTAGATTCACTATTAGATTCGCTATTAGATTCATTATCAGATTCATTATCAGATTCATTATCGGATCCGGATTCATATTCTGAATCTGTATTCATATTTTCATATTTTTTATATTTTTTGTAACTAGTATATTTTTTTTTGTTTTTAATATACTTTTTATATTTTAAATATTTTAAGTGTTTGTTATATTTTTTGCATTTTGGACAATATCCATTTCTATTATGTTCTTCATCAAACCAAATTTTCACATGGGAAATTATTTCTATCATACTTGATACTGCACAAATACGATGATTAATTGAATATTGTTGTGCGCCAGCATCTTCTGTTACTTTTAAAAAATATATATTTTTATCATTTTCATCAATGTCAATCATAGTACAATAATATTTACATTTCTCATTCACGGAGCTAAATTCTCCTATTATGTCATCATCATCAGGTTTAATATTTTCCCCTTTGAATATATCATCATATTTTTTACATTTTTTGATAGCACTGTTTTTATTTTTATAAATTCCCATAATGTGTTCACTCACATTATTATTATAATCAGTATACCATACAATATATATTTTCATTTAATTTATTATTCAATGATGATATTAATTATTAAATATTAATAAATTATCAATTTTTTGCAAAAAAATTGATAAGATATTATGTTATAAATATTAATATTTATATTATTACAGATATAATGACTCTATATGACTATTTAGTAAAAAAATATGGTTATGAAACACTCAGTGATAAAAAAATAATAAAGAAAATAACCAATAATAAAATAGGCAAAACATATGAGCGCAAAAAATTTATCAAAAAAGCTGTTATTGTGTTTAAAAATTTATATCCCTTATTCATAGATCATCATAATATATCACTTGCTAAAATTTTTTGGGATATTTATACAAAAGTGTATGTACCAGACATATTTACAATTGATCGTAATATTAGATTGGAAACCATATCAAAAAATTTAGATAAAATTAGTATTGAGGATCTCAATCAAATAAAAAAAGACATCGATAAAAAAATTAAATTAAATAAAGTTATGGTTGAATTAGATGAATACATACCAGATATATTTAAAAATAAAATAAAATGCATTGATACATATTCAACGCGTGATAATAATCCCGATTGGCATTACAATGATGGTATTGAAACCAGCTTGGAAATTATTTTTGAATCAAATTGTTCATTATCCGCAGAAATAAATTATATAACATATTATGATTCAGGTGGTGATTTACAATTTGAAGATGATGAAAAAAATTTATCATGCAGTAATTTAAATGAAAAAACTAATACTCGCGCAGTAATATTAGAAATTGAAAATGAATGTCATGAAATACATTATAATGAAGATGAAAATACTATTGATAAAAAATCTTTAAAATTACTCGATGCATTATCAATTAAAAAAACTGATTATAATAAAAATATGTTAGCAATTCTTATCACAAATATGATTGATCAAGTTCAACCCGATATAGGAGCTCAAATCAAAAATTCCACAATAAATAAATATAATGACAAAACACACAATAATGATTTTATTATGCTTGGAGAAAATGCAAAAATAAAATATAAATTTATTGAATACAATGATTAATCAAATAATATAATCATATTATTTAATTAAAAATAGACAAATATCTAGCTACATGAACTAGTAAATAAGGTAAATCAATTTTAGTATATTTAAATGTTTCTATGTTTTGGTTTCCAATTGTAATATTTATAACATCACGTTCTTCATCAGTTCCTTGTTTGTTACTATAAGCCGACCAGCTATATTTGATAAACATATTAATATCATTGTTTAATGGATTAAATGTATCTCTGGTAAGATACATCGCTATATCTTGAATGGTAAAAATTATTTCGTTATCAATTTGCCGTCCAATAAAAGCACAATTCGAATCACTAATAGATTGAAATATTTGTTTTATAGATGATAAATCTCGATCATCTTGTAGTGTAACAATATTTTTTGAAATAGCGCTAATAATTATATTTGTCACATTATTAACATCAGTATCTAATTGAGATTTTAATATACGTGTAATAACATCAATTACATTATAATTAAAACTAGAAATAGATATTTTGGAATTCATTTAATTACTAAATAACACTAAATATTTAAATAATTTTCGTATATGTTTTAAACTTTAATTATTGTGATGATGCACATTATTATAATTACTGCATTGATTATTTATAATTATTGGATTACCTACTATCATTCCCATGGGTGGTAATGAAACAATCATGATATAAAATGGATATACCATGGCAGAAAATATACTATTAATTAAATAATCCCAGTTAATCATTAAACATTTTTCCAAATCATTCCAACAATATAACTTGACATAACCATACAATGTTCTATGTCTACAAAAACATTTAGTGGGACTATTACATTCTATAAGACCATTGCATGTCTTACCGTACAAATTATTATTATATGTAGTAATTATCATAGGAGAAGCTAATGCAAATATTATTGCAAAACCAGCACAAAATAATACAGATAAAAATACAATTTTTTTCCAGAAAGATAGATATTTGTATAATTTTACCGATCTAACGACAAAAAATATTATAAACAATATAGCCAATAACATAGTCAAAGATGTGATTAATAATATTAAAAATTCCATTAATTGTCAATTAATAGAATGTTTAATATTGACTATTTTAAATTCAAATTTTTAATCATCAAACGAATCAAAATCAATAGAATTAAATGATTCTTAATAAATAATTTGACCAAGTTCAACTTCATAACAAAATTCTTTGTATTATTTTTATCAAATTTTTACAAAAAAAATTGAATAAAATAATATTAAATAAGCTCCATTTTTATACCAAACTATTATTCAGATAATAAACTGAATATATTAATATCAAATAATATTACCAATGGAAATATCTTGTGTTACTCTCAAGGGAAAGACTATTGATTTAGATACTGCAAATGTTGCAGTATATCTTGGAAAAGATATTATTAGTTCTTGCGTATTCGGTATTATTGATTTTGGTATGAAAAAAAACATTGCCGCCAAATGTGATGATCTTAAATATTACAAGACTGAATGTGCACATTGTGGAAGTTTTTGTCGTAATGGATCATGTCCATATGATCATGATGGTAGTAAGTGTATTCATTGTGGAGCTTTATGTCGAAATGCTTTGTGTCCATATGAACATAATGGTAAAAAATGTATTCATTGTAGGACATTTTTGGAAGATGGGTTTTGTCCCTATGGGCATGATGGTACAAAGTGTAAACATTGCGGAAGTTTTCACAATTATGGTTATTGTCAATGCAAACAAAGTGGTGGCGAATATAAGACATGTAGTCTTGATAATCTTAAAGACTACTTTGGAAATTCCAGAAGATCATGGATCAAAATGATGTTAATGTGTATTATTGGTTATAAATATAAGAATTGTAATATTTCATACCTATCTGTTTATCAATTGTGTAAATTTTTATCAACTTGTTATGATAGAAATTATTCGATCAAAAAACTTGCAGATTTATCGGAAAATTTTATGCATGAATTATCATTCGATGAAGAAGATGCTATATTGATTGAATCCATGTTTTCTCCCAAACGTATTAGTGCAAATCAAAATAATGATAAAAAAAATCCAACTCCACTATTGCTCAAATACGAAGAAACCAAATGCAAAAGATGTAGCAAACCTTATCTCAAAGGTAGATGTATTGTTTCGCCAAATGGTATCAAATGTGGTAATTGTGGTGTTTTTAATAAATATGGTGCTTTACAACGCAATTAAAAAATTGATGATTAAATTTATTTAAATTATTAGATATATTGACCAATATATTTAATGATAACCTATCGCTCGGAAACTCTATTGACTAGCAAAGAAAAAAATTTATTGAATAATATTTTAGAATGGTATAAAAATAATCCTCAGCATTTAGAAACTTTTTTATCTATAATTAAAGGTAAATCTAATGTGACTTGTACCAATTTAGATTTTATTATCCACAATGTTATTGATATTTCAAATAAATATGAAGTAAAATTACATAAATATACTATTGCATATTTTGATGTGTTTTGTCGCAATCAAAAGTTGGTGTTTTATTATGGTGAAAATAATAGTAATTGTTTCTTATCTTCACTAGGTCAACTTAATTTTTTTAAATGGGCTTTTGAAAATAATGTTATAGAATATGCGAATATAAATTGTGATCAAATTGATCAAGATAAACGATTGTTTCTCAAAAATTTGAAAAATCAAAGATCAAGACAAATCATTATTAATGATAACCGATTAATAAAAGATAATGAATAATTATCCAAACAATTGTTTATTGGAGTCATTTAATTGCGATTATTTTATCGCAAAAATAGGATCTATTGAAATTGATAGATTTGTAGAAGTGCGCAAAACACCAAATGGACCAGTGGATGTTATTACTTATAAATTACCAAAATCGGGTGAAATTATCGCTGAAATAATTTGTCCACGATCAGAATCAATGTGATAATAATATTTAATTAATTCTTTGTTAAAAAATTTTTTTAATAAAAAATTGAAAATGAAACATATTGATGAACTTAATTTATATTGTTATCTAATATTATTCACGGATTCAATAATTACAACATGAACCATAATCTGCGCACCGATCAACAAGATGATTCTCCTATCCAGTTTATGACTTGGAATATTCCTGCAGGTCTTTGCGATCATGATTCTTGGAACGATCGAGTTGTCAGAATTGTGAAATTGTTGTCACTATTGAATCCTGATATTGCTTGTCTCCAAAAAATTACTGGATATGAATTGCGCAATAAATTTATCCATAATCTTAATGATATTGGATATGATGTTGCTTATGCTCCACGAAATGCCAACGAGATTTGTACCAATAATCTGATTGCTTACAATCGTAGAAGAGTTTCTCTTTACAAGACCAAAAACATTCAGCTTATGTCTAAAGAAAAGTATATACCCGATGATATCTCTAATGTTAATGGATTCGGAACCAATCTTTTCTTGGCTTATTTTTCTCGCTGTATCGAAGGACAAACTATTCTTGGTAGTAAGTTTGTTGTAGGTAATGTTCATTTCCCCATGAACAAGCAATCCAGATTAGATTGTTCTCAAAAACTGGCTGAATGGTGTGCCAAGAATAAAATTAAAAAGTATATTATTGGTGGTGCTCTGAATAGTTATACTGGTAATGGTTATGATGAACAGATTAATATACTGGAAAAATCAACTACCCGAGTAGAAGATAAAGGAATGTGTAATGGAACAGAAATTTCTGGTACTTTCCTTGGTTCCGAAAAAGACAAGTTTAAATTTTATGCTCCGAAACTGGATACCGTAGATCATATTCTATATAATTCAGATTTCATGCGCCACAGTAACACCAGATTCGATGCTAGAACAATGCTGGAACCGGAACCTGAGCTTTTCTCCACCAGAGATCTTCCCAGTGATCATCTTCCCAAGATGGTTGACATCACTTTCAACAAATTTATAGTATAATATTATTGCATAATCTAATTTATTATTATTAATAATGATAATAAATTAGATCCAATAATTTTTGGCTGATTGTTTAGACAGGTAAAAATGAATGCCTGATACACATGTTTTATATATATCTATATTCAATGGTTTTTCTGGCTTGACATGTGAGCCAACATTATATTTCAAATTACCCATAGATGGTGAATAACATTCAAAATCATCATCAATAATTTGATCATCCAAATCAGTTATATTTTTTACATAAACATTATTAGTTCTCATCATGCCATATGAATAATAAGATCTTACAATAGTAGATCCAGATGGAATTATTAATTCAGCGACGGCTTCCATATCATGTATATTATTTTTTTTGGAGTGACATATAACTTTTTTGTAAACTCGGGTCGGTAACATAGTTTCATATTTTCCCTCCGAATAAAATCTATAATCGTTGATATAAGATCTTAAATTGTTCATTTTTAGTTAATTAGAATTAATTAAGGAAAACATTATACGAATAATATTTTTTCAATTTTTATTCGCACAATGGAAAAAATTTGAAAAAAATAATACAAATATACCTATTGATAATAGTCAAAATATCACTAAAATGAAAAGTACACGCAGAATCGCACGTAAAACATCGGTTCAATATTCATCAAATTATCTTAGTCGACGACTATCAAATACAGGTATCAATGATCCATATTTAAATCGATTTATTAGAACATCATATAAAGAAAAAAAAGCTTGCCAAGCAGAATTAAATAAATGGATTAAAGCACATATTGGATTAGTTAATAAATATGAAAAACTCGCAAACGATTATATCAAAGTATCTGATTTAGTATCAAAGTCTAGTGCCAAAATTAATAACATACTAGATGCTGTAGTAGATGATAATGTTTCCAATAAATCTATAAATAATGATAAATCTAATAAATCTAATGAATCTAATAAAATTACAGTCGATGATATTATTACTTATGGTCAAGGTATTATAACTGGTGCGGCAATATCTTTTGTGATATTTAGTAGATTTGGTTAAAAAATTGAATAATAATTATTTAAGTTATTCCCTAATATTTAATATTAAATTCAATAATATTGAATTTGACATTAAATGCATAAAATAAAAAGGACCACTCTATTCGTTCGTCAATCATACTCGAGTTCAGCACGCATTAGTACACAATTATTATTAAGTGAATCAAAAATATATACTAGTCGTTCCATAAATATTACTGATTGTAAACGAAATCAAAAAATATATACTCGTCATTATTATTCAAACACAAAGATATTTAAAAAAGAAAATATGGATCGATATCTTAAAGAAACAGAAGAAATAATATTTAGTTTTATGAATGGTTTTACGGATGGATGTATTTGGGGCAGTGTGATTATTTTATGTTTGATTGATATATAAAATATTGAAATATTAAATATATACAAGATCCATTGTATATTATAATTATTATACAACAAACATTTTATCATAATGAGTATTAATAACGAATATATTGAATATGATTTGGAAAATCCTGGGATATGTCGTGATTATCGGGTTATCAAATGTACACTTTTTAGGAAATTTTGTGAAATAGTTTGGGTAGTTTGTGCGATTTTTGTAATTGCATTGTTCATTGAATTGGTGTATAAATTTTTTGTAGATAATTAACAAAATATTAATAAATATAAACATATCATAATAATTATTTATCATAATAATCAATTATTATGACAGATAATGAAAAATTTAAAAAGGTAATATTTTTGAAGATAACCGATGTAATATTAGATAATTATCAAACATATACTCATCATTGTCCAGAAAATATGCCTTTTTATGATGGTCTCAATATAATACCTGAATCATTGGCAAATAAAGATAATTGCAAAGAATTTAGTTTTACCACACCCGATTATATTCACAGATCTTTTGGATTTGGATATAATGTTAGACAAGTTTTATTACCAATGACTGATCCTGATTTTGAATTACGATATAATTCCACCAGTGGAATATGGAAAGCCAACAAAATTATACTTGGTCCAAAACTACCATTGGACAAAATAGAAACTTTTAAATTTCTAAAAGAAAGTGGAGTTGAATTGTATCATATGATATATTATGCTATGACTAGAAAATATTTTGATATTGTAAATTATTTGATAAATAGTACAAATGAATCTCCGGAAAAATTAATACCACTCAATTTTGATAATAAATTGATATTACAATATGCAACTGAATATCATGATATTAATCCTTTAAACTTTTTTAGTAACACAGCTTTTATGCGTGATTGCAAATCTGGTACTAATCAGTCCAACATATTTTTAGCATGTAGATACGGTGATATTGATTTTGTCAAATATTTTGTTTCTCTTGTGGATTGTGAGAAACATTGGCATTATTATATATTAGGTCTGCATGAAGCCATAAGACTTGGTTATAATAATATTTTGGAATATTTAATAAGTGTTTATCCTAATTATTACACTAAACTAGATGTGTATGGCGCCATTAATCCTAGTTTAATTATTGCCATTCAAAATAATAATATTGAGACGATTAAAATTTTATTAGAATCTATTCCAGACAAGGATTATCGAATTAAGTATATTAATAGTCATAACGGATTCGCTTTGAGTTATGTTTGCAAACGTAATGGATTAGATATCGCCAAATATTTAATTGATTGTGGTGCTGATATTAGTGTCAATAACAATTATTGTTTAAAGCGAGCCGCCAGAAAAGGTCATATCAATATGGTGAAATTACTGGTAGATAATGGTGCTGATATTCATGCCAGACATGAATATGCATTAAGATGGTCTGCTAGAAATAATCATTTGGAAACATTTGAATATTTACTTCAAAAAGGAGCTAATATTAATGCTAAAAATAGTTATGTTAAAAGATATGCTGAAAGATTTAATTGTGTTGATTTATTAGTTATTATTAATAAACATTGATGAATGATTATTAATAAATGATTATTAATAAATAATATGAATAGTATTTATTATGCATTGTGTATTATATGATATATAATGTACCAACCTAATGAATCAAATAATAACATATAACATATTGTTTTGCGTGAAATTTCAATATATTCTTCAGATTTTGGTTTAACAACTGGGATATTTTTAATTTTAGTTTTATAATCAACTAATTTATTATATTTAGTATTCATTTGATGATAATCACAAAGTAACATTTGATATTTGATATCGTCAGATTTAACATGATCATCGGATTTACTAGTTATGAATCGTTTTGATGTAATTTTATTTGTATCATAGTCATTTTTTAAAAATAATGTTGTGTTAGTACGAATTATTCTATTATAACCACATATTCTATTTAAACGTTTCATTATGTTTGATAATAGAAAATATATTTACATCTTTCTAAATAATATTATTTCAATTTTTTACTTGGAATTTCTCAATTTTAGAAAGAATAAAGCAAAAAACCATCCAATAGCTGATGTTAACCATAATGTACCAAGAAATTCTGAAGATACTTTAATTTCTTCGTTAAAAAATCTAACTAATTTCTCATATGAATTTTCATCCTGGATAAGATTATTATATTTTTTTTTTATTTCACTATAATTATTCAGCAATTCATGATATTTATCATTACCAGATCGATCATTGACAGGTTGATCATTAACAAATTGATCAATCTCAGGTTTATCAATTGGAAATTTATCGATTATCTTTTTAGCAATAGGCTTGGTTCTCATAATACGAGCACTTCTAAATATATTTGTACCGGTAGATATTCGAGTACTCCAAATGGGAGTCAAACAACGACTATTAAATGTATTAATTCTTTTCATTGATTGAATAGTTTTAATAATATTAAAACTAATTATGATTTACTTAATAATTCATATTTCAATTTTTATTAATATTGAGTAAAAATTGAAATTGAATCATTAATTACTAACTATTTGTTTGCAATATAGTATTATGAACTTGATTAATATTTTAAATTCTAACAATTCCAATAAGTTATATTTGGTTAAAAAATGTCGCCATAAATCTATTAATTATCAGGATAGTGAAGGTAATACAGCATTAACAATTGCTTGTAAATATGGTAATACAGCTGACTATTTAGAAATTATTAAAATCTTATTGAATCATAAGGATAATATAGACCATTTGAGTAAAAAAAATAAAAGATCATTAATAATAGCTTGTCAATTTTCCAATACAACTAGTAATATTAAAACTGTTGAATTATTACTGGATCACGGTTTTGATATTGATTATACAGATAAACAAGGAATGACCGCATTAATGATAGCATGTAGATATTCCAATACCACTAGTAATATTGAAACAATTAAATTATTACTAAATCGAGGTGCTAATATCAATGTACAAGCAAAAAGTGGATGGACTGCATTAATGTCTGCTTCCGTTTTTACACGAACAGATAGTAATATTGAAACTGTTAAATTATTATTAGATCAAGGTGCTAATTTAGAATCTATTAATAAACATAGTTATAGTGTGTTAACATTTGTTTGTAGATATTCTGATTCTACTAGTAATACTGAAACACTTAAATTATTGCTGGAAAAGAGTGCTAAAGTGAACATAATTAATAAGTATAGAGAGAATTTATTAATGGTGGCTTGTAAATATTCTACCATAGAAACTATTGAAATTTTATTACAACATAACGTTAAAGTAAATTATTCCGGAAGATATGATTGGACTCCGCTGAAATTAGCCATAAAATATGCAAAATCACAAAATGTTGTTAATGTTGTTAAATTGTTAATAAAATATGGTGCTAATGTTAATTATCCAACCGAAGATGATAGTTTTCAAAGCGTTTTAGACTTGGCTATTAAATATAATCCGATAATTATTGATTTATTACTCAAATCGGGTATCAATGTAAATATTAATAACAGAGGAATTGATCCTTGGTCATTAATAAAAATTTATGAAAATATTGTTAATCCAGATACTGATAATGATTCATCAGAAGGAAATTGCATGAAAATTTATAAAAATACAAGTGGTCAAAATATCAACAATAATCCATTAAAAAATCAAATAAATGTTAATGTTCTTGACATTTATTATGATCTGGTAAAAAATGGAGTTAATATCAATATCCAAGATTCTGATGGATTAACGGCACTAATGTTAGCCAGTAAACATTATGATATCAATCTTATCAAAATATTACTTGATATAGGCTGTGATTACAATATTACCGACAAATATGGTCAATGCATACAATCATATTTAAAATATGATGATAATAAAAAATGTAACCACATAATTAATACCATTAAAAATACAAAATTATATATGCGTGAAATACATTCAAATATAAACTTAACATCAAATCAATTACTTTATCGACCTAATAGTATTAGAGCAAAATTAATATCTATGAATTGGCATATCAATCAAGATACAATTCATGATATATCTACTGATAATCATTTGTATAATTATTTTGGAATCTATGATACGACTAGTTTAATAGAAAAAGTTCGAGATAATATTAAATATATGGATTAATTTTCTATCGATTTATTAAAATCACGACCGATTCTAAAAATTGAAATTTAAACCATAAAAAGTTCCTGTATTTTTATAAAAATATTAGTCTAATATATTATATTTATTTATTAATACAATAACGTCTTCACAATATAATTTGAATTTTGTTACCGATGAATTACAAAATAAAAAAGATAAAAAACATCGACGGAATCGTTATCATGATGGTATGTATATGATCGTAAATGAACCACCATCATGGGAAAAAAGATGGAGAAAAATACAGAGAAAAATACAGGAAGATTATGAAATCTTATCTACCAGGCAAGTATCTTGTGTAATTTTATAAATTATTAGTCAACATGAATAATAATATTCAAAAAAAAATTGAATTATGAACCCATAAAAGATGCTATAATGTTTTAAACTGATAATTAGATAACTAATTATCTAATATTTTCAAACTAAATCTTTCATTTCACCATGTCTTCTAATTGGGATTTTGAAATGCAAAATCAAACGACTCTCGGTGAATACGATCGATGTGATCATCCAAATAATGAACCGATTATTTGTCGGTCTTCCAATTTTGATGTTTATAATGGGGTGATGCATAGAATACCAGCTGAAACACCATCTATCATTCAATCTTCTAATTTTGATGTTTATGATGGAATGATGCATAGAATACCAGCTGAAACACCATATATTATTCAATCTTCAACTTCACATGTCTGGTACACAAATAATAGTGGTGCAATTGCCATCGATATTTCTCGTATCAGATCAAAAAATTGATTTATTCATTGTTAAATTATAATTTTACAATAAATAAGTAATAATAATAATGCGTCGAATTAGATTATTAAACAAAACCAATTGTTATACCCAAAACAATATATTAAAATTTGCAACGGCACAATATTCTACCAAAAATAATACCAATAATTTAAATTATGCTCTTAGTCAATACAGAAAAAACAATCTATGTGCAAGTCTTCGATCAATGTTTCAATACACGCATCTGTTAGAAAACAAATCAAAAAATTATATTTCACATGATCTAGATAAAGTATTATCTAAATTCAATAGAAAATCTAGTTTGGAAACGGTTACCAAATTATTAAAACCTAATCATATTATCTCACAAAAAACTTTCATCAAAATTTGTCGACGTGAATATTTAGACATAATTAAACTTTTGGTAAATAATAATAATGATATTATTAGATTATTGAAAATTGAGATTAAATGGTTTATCACAAAAAAAACTAATGTAGAAATGATTGAATATTTGGTAAAAAATGGAGCTAAAACAAGTAATTTTGATTATGTTTTGGCAACTATTCATGGAAATTATGATTTAGTGAAATATACTGATAAGAGTTGTTATGGTCCAGGTGATCGTATTACCGCATTAAATTATTCTATATCGCAAAATCATTATCAAATATTTTGTTATTTGGCAAAAGAATATTACGATTCACATCAAGAGTTAGATGATTCTACTATTAAAGCTGCACTAGAAAGTTCTAATATTAAATTTGTCAAATATTTAGTCACTCATAATAAGATTAAATTAATCCAATGGATTGATTTTATGTATGTAGCCGTTGAGAATGATAATTTGGAAATTTATGAAATTGTTGAAAATAAAATACTCAATTCAAGTGAATTAACACCAAGTCTTTTCAAGAATATGACTCGACAATATGAGTTATCTCTAAGAAGTGCTGCATGTCGGGGAAAACATGAGTTTGTATGTAGTTTAGTAAACAAAATTGCTAATCTTGGACTTAAAATTAATTTAGATGGTATTAGTGATAGTGCGTGGAAAAATGGTTATCATGATATTTATCGTTATATAGAAAATTTTGCTTCAATACGAACACAAAAATTATTGGATTATCAATAAAAAAATTGATATTATTATCATTTAATCTACTTATCCTATTTAATAGGTTATTATCATTATAAGATAATATGTCTATACCTTATTATATGTTATTATCTTTTGAACGTCAACCACACACAAATAAAGTACACGATAGATCAAGAGGTCCAACTCAAGTCATTTCGAGAGTTGAAAAGGAAAATTCCGATGAGAAAACCAATTATGAGCCTGAAAAAATGATTGAACACTTGAAATCCATTGGTTGTCCGGTTTATTTGGACAACAATAACAAAATTAAAATTGAATTCTAATTAGCTTATTATCAAATCAATTTGATAATAAGATAATCAATGGAAGCTGATACTTTTAATAATAATATGGAATATGAATGTTGTCCGGGTATTAAATGTGGAGGATTTACAGAATTAATGTATTTAGTAACACATTGCCAAAAAATAGATAATTACGAAGAAAAAATAATTGATTGGTTATATCATAATGAATCCAAAATTAATGCAACCAATGAATTAGGATGGACAGCTTTAATGTTAGCCTGCTGTAATTCTAATACTAGAGTTGTTAAATTACTCTTGGATTGTTTTGCTAATCCAAATATTCAAAATAATAATTTGGATACTGCATTAATATTAGCATGTAAATATATTAATATATGTAGTAATATTGAAATCATTGAATTATTGGCAAATTATAATATCGATGAAAATAGTTATATATTCCTTGTCCAAAAAGCTTTTAAAACATATGACAAAGATTTATTAGAACAAATATCGTTTCCAAAAACAGATTTAAATAAAAAAAATATCAATGGTGATACGGCATTAATTACAATCATTGAATATGCAGACAATGCAAATGCAACAATAGGCGTAAAATTATTATTAGAAAATGGTGCTAATATTAATGATGTGGATAAAAATTTAGAATCTGCTTTACATATTGCTGTCCAAAAATATAATAGTGATTGTACTTTAATCAAAATCTTATTAGAAAATGGTATTAATGTTAATTTACAAAATAAAAATGGTATGACTGCACTGGTTAAATATTTATATACTGAAAAAAAATCATTTGAATATGATCCTCAAATAGTTAAATTATTGTTAGAATATGGTACCAATCCAAATATTTATGGAAAATATCATAATTTGATAGCAAATCCACTATTTATATTTCATGGTGAAAAAATAGATGATTTGGATATGATTAAATTATTACTAGATAATGGTGCTGATATTGATTCTGTTGGTATAGGTAATAATTTATTATGCAGAGTAATAAAATATTATGTGGATCGTAATATTTTTAAATGGTTTGATAAAATAGATATTGTATATCAAATTATAATATTATTATTAGAACGAGGTGCTAATCCAAATATTATTGATAATAGTGGAAATTTTCCATTATTAATATTAGCCAAAAAAATTCATAAATTTGATTTCAAAAACTTAATAATAAAATTGATAAAATATGGTGCTGATATTAATTTATCAGATAATAAAAATGAAACTATTTTGTCATATTTAATTCAAAAAAATAAATGTGATGCTGATTTTATTAAATTTTTATTGGATTTTAAACCTGATATAAATCGCACAAATATTTGTCTAATGGATGCAATAAAAAAAAGAAATGAAAAAATAATAAAATTATTAATTGAATATGGTTGCAATGTAAATTATACAAATTTTCCAGGTGAAAATTGTTTATATGTAGCCATTGATAATCAATGTGATATTTCAATTATTGAAATACTAATTAAACATGGTGCTAATATTAATCACCATAGTCATTTTAGATCTATTTTAACTAGAGCATTTCTTATTAAATCCGACTATGGACTTGAAATTGTTGATATATTATTAAAAAATGGAGCAGATCCAAATTATGTTTATAATGGTACAACCGTATTGATAGATATATTTTACGATCACAACAATAATACAAATAAAAATAATATTATAAATATTCAAAAATTATTTAATTTTGGTTTAAATCCAAATATATTAGATACCAAAAATAACAATGCATTATTACTTGCCATTATAAACAAGTATAGTTTAGAAATTATCACTTTGCTCATTGATAAAGGAATAAATATACACATTATAAATAATGAAAAAAAAACTGCATTAATGTATGCAGTTGAACATATTAAATTTGATTATGAATATTGCCATCAACTTGTTAATTTATTATTGGATCATGACATCAATGCTAATATTACCAATTTAAATGGTCAAACAGCTTTAATAACAGCACTTGATTTTATCAATAAATCAGATATTATGATGGAGTCATCATATTTATTTGGAACAGATGGAATCATAACTAGATTAATGGAAAGAACAAATTATTCTATCGTAGATAATCATGAAAAAACAATTTTATCATATTTACGCAAAGATATTACACTTAATTTTATTAAGTTATTTGAGAAAGTATGTGTTCGTAAATCAATCATCTCGAATATTCAACAATCTATTTTAGATACACATTTAACTATTGTCATGAGACCATTTAGTATTCGAACAAGACTTTTAACAATGCATTGGTATTATAATCATGGTCATACTTTTCAACAAATAGTAGATTTAGATAAACCTCTGTTAGATTATTTTGGCATTTATGACGAAGAAAGTTTGGAAAAAAAATTACAGGAAAATATTAAAAATATATGATTCAATTATAAAATTAACATATATATAATTGATTAATGACTGAAAAAATAAAATTGCCCAATACATGGATGACTTGCGCAAAAAAACATGAATATTTAATTATTATTCCCAGTGGAACATATATATATAGAGGAACTAAATCTAAAATTGATAAGTATTATCAATCTGATTATCTTTTTTTTTCAGATTTCAATACAGCATGTTGGTATGCTTTTGCGTCTGATTTTCAAAGAGGAGAAATGGGAAAAGTTATTTGTATGAGGTTAAAAAAGGATATTATACTATTAGATATGGATGATTCAAAAACTTTTGAATTATTATATCAATTTGGCAATGTACCTAAATATTTAGATAATGAAGATGTGATACAATATGCTTTTGGTTATGATAAAAATAAACCAATAAATAATCAAATTTTGAAAAGATATTCAAATAATGTTATTGATCAAAAATTTTGTAAATGGTTTACCGAGTCGATTGTAAATATAAATATTGATGGATACGGATTTTTTGGAAATAAAAATTTTCATAATGAAATTATGATTACCAATGATTCTATTCAAAATAAATTAGAATTGGTACCAATTGAGTATCGATTTGTGATCAATCAAATGAATAGGTCAGAATCAAAATATCTATTAGAAATATACAAAGGCAAAATTATGAGATTAATTCCAGAATCAACAATTGATCTATTTAATGGTTCAAAATTAAGTATATGTTGGAGTCACAACATGATATATAAACCTGATCCTCGAAGACAAATGGATAAATTTTATTTTAGATATGTTTAATAAAAATATTGATAAATGTATGGTCTAATTGAGTTATTAATATTTGTATAATAAAAACTCAATTATGTCTCAAATTGAAATTTATTACTATCAACGTAAAAATGCTGATAGTGAAATATATTCCTTTATTTATTCATTAAAACATTATGTTAAAATTTATTCATATGTTACAAATGAAAAATTATGTGACCAATATGTCATAGAACATCTTGATGATGTTTTTGAAAAATTTAATAATTATCACAATCCTCTTTGTGAAAAGGAATTACAAAAAAAAGTCAAAAAATATCATACACATACATCTATGAGTGTGGATGATATTATTAAAATTGACGATATGTATTTTTTGGTGACAGATTTTGGATTTGAAGTAATCGATTTAGATAAAATCGAGTATTAAATCTAAAAAAATTGAAATAATAATACATAAATACAACAAGTATAAAATCATATAAATTATAATATTTTATACTTGTGAATCATGAATAATAATAATCTATTTTTTACCATTGTTAATGATGATGGTTATGGTATTGATTTAGATTTTAATCATATTCGATACAAATATGGACTAAATATTTCGAATTCAGAAAAAAATTATTTGATGTGTATTAAACCAGAATACATTTGTGAATATATTTATAATTATTATCTAGATAATGATGAAGAATTATATCTTATTGATATACAATTACCTGATAATGATAATTTAAAAAAAATAGTGCATGGCAATAATCCTGATATTATTTATGCGAATATGATAATATGTGGTGATAGACATAAATTAAATGATTCAAAAACATATTCATACATACATTCAAATGGTGCAGATATTATTTCTCATTTCGCACTATCATTTGCTTCCAAGAAAAATTATATAGATGTTGTTGAATTTTTGAGATCAAAAAATGCTGATTATGAAAGTACTATAAATGCTGCATTTTACAATCATGATTATGAAATTATCAAATTTTTAGCCTCGGTTGATATTGGTATCAATTATTCTATTAAACAAGCTGTTGTCAAAAATGATATTGGAATTATTATTGTATTGATTGAAGAATATGGAGCCAGTTTAACAACTACTTGTAGACAAGCAGTTTGTTGTGAAAATATTGAATTGATTGACTATTTAATCACTAAAAATATTAATATTATGGAAGATATTTGTATATATGCGTGTACAAATAATAAACTTGCAGTTGTTAGACATATTATTGTCAATAATATAGTCGATCCAAAATTTTTAATAGATATTATCAAACAAAATTATAAAGTAGATCAATGCACAAATGTTATGGAATACTTGAATAATATAATTAATAAAATACCACAAGAATTAGTTGACAAAGATAATACAATTGTTGCTAATAAAATAGATAATAATGATATTCATCGAAATACTAATAATATTATAAATAAGCAAGTAACAATTGAACCAAGTATGACATCATTAATGACTGCTTGCAAGGAATCTAAAAATGATAGTAAAATGCCTTTAGTTAGATTGCTTGTAGAATTGAAAGCAGGTATTAATGCTACTAATATATATAAATTGTCAGCTCTTCATTTTGCTGTTCAAAATGAAAACTATGATATAGTTACATATTTATTGGATCATGGTGCGAATATTAATCACCAAGACAAATATGGTATGACTAGTATAATGACAGTATGTGAAATGTCTATTAATGATAGTAAATATGATATGGTAAAATTATTATTGGATCGCGGTGCCTGTATATCTATTTATAATAAACATGGTTCCACTATATTTGATCTAATTAGGTGTAAAAATAATAATAAAATAGAATCATTGCTAAAGAAATTATGGTATAATACTACAAATGATATTCTTGATGAACTTAATAATGATGATAATAATTGGTCAAGTAATATTTCATACACAACCATTAATAAAATAAATACACAATCTTCTCGTAAGTTAGATGAAAAAGATATTGGTAAAAAAGTATCCAAAATTGAATGTTCATATACACCATTTGATGGTCCTGATTATAAATATATGGATCAAATATATGTCTTAAAAAATATTACTCATATTACTAAATCCAAATTTGGAAATCTATCACAATTGACTTTGACAGATTTAAATGGTATTGATTATGAAATTCTTCCTCATTATAATTATGGATGGATTGTTTTATAAATATTTTTAATTGATCAAAAAATTTGATTCATTAAATGTATAGGTTGAATATTATTAATTATAACATAATTATGAAGTACACAATGCTACCAGAAGAAATATGGTATTATATTTTTCTTTTTTTAGATATCAATGGATTAATAAAATTATCTAAAGTATGTTCACAATTTAGACGTATTTGTTTAGATGAAAATATATGGTACCATAAAGCAGAATTTATGAGAGGACAATCTATTATTGAGCAATATGCCAGATGGAAAAAAAAGCTCAAACATGACACTGGTTATAATTGCGCAATGGAACGTTTAGGAAAAAACGGCGAAAATATAATTACCAGATTTTCCAATAATTATACATTTGATACTCTAGTAAATTATACTTTGATACCTGGTATCATAATTAACCCATTAAATCATGATAAAACATCAATATTAGATTCAATTAAAAAAACATACACTAGTTTCCATCGAACAAACAAATTTAGGTTAGATTCATATTCTGGTTTGACTAAATTAACTAATATTAAACATGATCTGAGAAGATTTTATATTATAGTTATACCACCAAACTATAATAATAGTATTAATTTAGTGCAATATTATTTAAATGCACAAAAGGATAGACATTGGATAATTGTTTTCGCCATTATTTGTTTACCTCATCATAAAATATTATTAACACATAAGTTTGATAAATTTAACAAATTCTATGCTAAAATTAAATTTTTTGATTTTGATCAATATACCAAAATGTTTCAATGGATTGCTGATATGGTATGGATAGATGATTTTAAATTTAATTGTGATTTTTGTCTAAAACAAATTCCAGATAGAAAAGAATTGTATGATCTGACAACCAAATCAATTTTGTCTATAAACAATATTTGTTATTGTCAATAAAAATTGAAATATTAAATAATTATTCAATATTTAATATAAACCTATTGAAATTAATAAGCTCACATTATAGTTAAATGGATACATATTTTAATGATTTTGTGTGTAAAATATTAAATAATAATGACACACATTCAAAAATAACTACATTAGAAACAATTATTGAAAAAGCAATTCAATGCAACATGATTGAAATTATTAAAATAGCTATCGATGAAAAAATATTTATTCACGATAAATATCTTGTTTTGGCGTGTCAGATAAATGCATATGATACAGTCAAATTATTATTGGATAATGGAGCTGATGTTAATTATCAAAATAATCAAGCTTTGTATGAATGTTGTTCAGAAGGTTATTATGATATATGTCAATTATTATTAGATCATGGTGCAGATATTACATCAGGTAGAAGTTTAGTTGTAGCATGTAAGTATGGAAATGTTGATATTGTGCAATTATTACTAAGTCGAGGATTTGATCCATATTATGATAATGGTAAAGCTTTTACCACTAGTTGTAAGAATAATAATGGTTTTTATGTATGTTATAAATCTCATAATCATTATTATGAAATATGTCAATTATTGTTAGATTATGGATATGTTATAAACGAAAATGATCCGGAATTTATTAAAATGATTATTTATTGTATTAAAACAGGAAACAATTATGTTCTACAATTTATATTAAATCAAGGTGTTGATTTAGATTGTTTGAATCGATATTTTAATAATATGAAATATAAATATGAAGGTTACCATAAAACAATCAATCTATTAGTCGAGTCTGGTATTGAAATTAATAATATTAGTAAAATATTATTGGACAAAGATTTAACTATGGACAATCAACAATAATTAGAAATAAAATTTGAAAAATATAAGTTTAAACAGTGCTATTATGGTTGTAATAAAAATATTATCTTCAATAATGGATTATCTCGAAACTATTTTCCCTACTATTTTTCATAATGGTGGAATGTTAGCAGGTAGTTTTGTGCGTGATTGTATTATTAGAGAAGAATTAGTAGATAAAAATCGTGATATTGATGTTTTGATACCATTTGAAAATTCCATTAAGTTACAAAAAGATCTGGTTGATAAATTTAAAGCTGAAATTGTGACAAAAGATTATAATGAAAGTGATTGTACATCACATTATTTGGCTTTAATTGATGGATACGAATTTGATATATTTTCTGGAGATAGATATTTTCATTGTTATTTATCTCCTCCAGATGTTGATGTTAATACGTTAATTTGGGATTATTCTGGATTAATGAGCTGGTATGATTATGATGAAAATACAATTTATGGTTATCAAATGGAAATTGATGATATTGTACAACGTTGTCTTAATAAACAAGCTGTTATTATTAGAGATGAATGGATTGGTGATGAGAATTATTTGGAACAAAGACTTGAAAAATTAATAAAAAAAAATTGGACTATTTTGAATTAAAAAATTTGAATTTATGAAGTATTAAGTTTGCCATTATCGAACATATATAATTTATATATATTCAATAATGAATTCACTATTTAATAAATTTTTATCTTTGTTTAAAAAGAATGACAATGAAATCTATGAGGAAAATATGAACAGTATACTTGTTAAATGGCAAACAAGTAACTCTAAATCAATATTAATTGAAATTAATACAGATATGGATAAGAACGCAATAATAGCATGGTGTGTTAAGAACAAGTATTATTATCGTCTTCGAAAAACATATATGTTTAAAGTCAAAGCTAGATACAAGTGTAATGATTGTAACATGGTATTTTATAGTACCAAATGTGATGTATTTTGTCCTAATTGTCATCATAAATATTGTTGTGATTCGTATAGTAATGACACTGATATCTTTTATGATGCCAATGATGATATAATTATTAAAATGGGTGATATTGATAATGCAATTATGATTAGAAAAATCTCAAATCAAAATAATTCAGAAATAAATGTCGATGACTATTACTTGCTGAATCAGATACCGATTTGTAACATAGTATATTTATCATAATTATTAAATATACATACAAATGTATATTTAATAAAAATCAATTCAATAATACATAAAATCTAATAATATAAAATTTTTATAATTAATTATTGTTATCAAGTTAATGTCTTCGAGAATATATTTTATATTAAGCGATTCTCGATATTATGGGGATAGTTTAAATATTTCAGATCAAAATATTTCATATTGGTTTCCAACTTGTAAATTTTGTTTTTGTGATCCAAAATATGTATGCCAATATATGTATCATGATGAATTTATTTACATATACGATATTGTTCTACCAGAAAATGATCCTGATTTAAAAATAAAATATTATGAAAATGGACAATATAGTGCAAATAAAATTATAATACAAAATGAATATGATTTGAAAGATGTACATACATGGAAATATATGATTTCAATGGGAACCAATATATTTATTCATAATGATAGATCTTTATCATGGGCTTGTATAAATAATTATGTTTCGATAATTGAATATCTAGTAAATCAAGGTATTGATGTTAATAATGATTGTTTTCCAATTAGTGGTGCTGCATTGGGTGGATATATTGATACAGTTAAATATTTAATAGAAAAAGGTGCTAATACCAAATCAATTAATGAGGCATTAATTTCTGCTTCTTATAGTGGACATATAGAATTGGTTAAATATTTAGTTGAATATGGTGCTGATATTAATATGGAAATTGGATATGATAATGCTCTTGGTCTTGCTTGTCAAGAAGGTCATATGAACATTATCGAATATCTAATAAACAATGGTGCTAATACAAATACTATTAATGAAGCTTTGATATACGCTTCTGAAAAAAATCATTTAAATATAATTATATATTTAAAACAATTAGGTGCCGATATTAACTTTAATAATAGCAGAATATTAGATCGAGTTTCATATAATGGATATTTTGAAATAGTTAAGTATTTAATAGAAAGTGATATTGATATTAATATCAATGAATATGCATTAGTATATTCATCAAGTGAAGGACATTTTGAAATAGTTAAATATTTAGTGGAAAATGGATTACATCATCAAATAAATGAAGCACTTGAAACTTCTTGTTATCATAATCACGTTGATATTGCTAAATATTTAATAGATAGTGGCGCTAATATACATTCAAATAATGAAACTCCATTAATAAATACTTTAGAAAGTTACAAAAACAATCACAATAGATTTGAATTAGTCAAATATTTAATAGAACTTGGTGCGGACATACATATTAATAATGATAAGCCATTATTATTAGCTTTAAAATATGGATATCATGAAATTATTAAATATTTAATAGATAGTGGAGCTAATATACATGTATGTAACGATAAACCATTAACGATCGCCGCAAAATATGGACATTATGAAATAGTTAAATTTTTAATAGAAAAAGGTGCTGATATTAGTGCAAATAATGGTTTAGTATTAAAATTTGCCATAGAAAAAAATCATAGTTTGATTGTAAAATATTTAACATTATATGTACAATAATTTAATTTTTTTGGAAAAAATAAATTTTGATTCATATTATTAATGTGATAATTAATTATGTAACAAAAATAAAAAAAATTTGAAAAAAAAACTCTTTGATTGACATTAAATCTGTTTATTATTATCATAACAATAAATGGATTGGGAAAATCTAGATTTTAATCTATCTAATGTGGATTTGTGTGATTCAAATTTAATACAAGAATTAAATTTACAACCATATCCAGATTTATCAACAATTCATAATACACAAGAAAAATACAACACGATTAAAGATTTTTTTACTGAAGCTGTCAATAATCTTCAACATTTAGATACCGAACGTGAAAACTTATTTTTTAAATTACGAGCATGTGATATGAATTCACAAATATATCGAGATCTCAAAATAGATTTTATTAAAGCAGTATTCAGATTAGCAATTGTTGATCACCAAAGAGAACGAGCTTTTGAATATTTAAAAAATAATAAAACAAACCAAAAATAAAATATCTTATTCTTACGATATTTTACACCATATATATTTTTGTTCAATTATAATTATATGATTGAACAAAAGTATTATTTGATGATGTTGTTGCATTAGTTCCAACTGAACATAAATATCTTACAACATCCATTGTATGATAATGATTCTCGGCGTATTTTTCGGTATAACTAGGCATATTGTTTATAATTACATATATACATTACCAATGAAACAACCATATAATTGATTATTCAATTTTTTACAAACAAAAATTTGAAAAAAAAAATGCTTGGATAATCAATATAAATACTAGCTTATTATTATTAAATAAACAAACACTGACAATGAAAATCACAAACATTAATCAATTTTTCTTTGCACTAATTGTTCTTCTATCAGTATCTGTTTCACTAGCTCAACCTTTTACAGGCAGTCCAATCATTCAATATGATAAACCATTTGTTATTTATTCTCCTAGATGGAGTTCTTTTTGTCGAGTTCCACTAAATGATATTGCTTTCAAATGCGATGTCGGACTAACTAATATCAATCAAGCCACTCGATTCGCCATTAATGATGGTAGTTCATTTGGATATCCGGTTCGCACTGGTCCAGTTGTCTCCGGATCTTCTACTCCTAATATTCTTTATGAAAGCACTGGTAGTTGGAATGAATATCAAAGAGTAGCTTATGTTCCCGCTCTTAATAATCCATCAAAGACCATCCTTCTCACTTTCCAGCAATCACTTAGTGACAATGTTGTTATTTTCCAATTCAGAAACAAAGTTCAACAATCAGATGGTTATCTTCATGGAAATGCCACTGAAGTTAATTTCAAGGACATCACTAGAAGTGCTGGCTGGTGTTCTGGTCAACCCTCATATCAAAATGGTGGCTATACTCAATGTGATCGTAGTGCTGTGCAAGGTTGGGAGGCTTTTCAATTCGTTCCTGTTCCTTGGTAATTATTAACACAATAATTTAATTTAGATTTATCATTAATAAATCCAAATTAAACAAATTAATTTAATAATTTTTTTAATTTAGATTTATCATTAATAAATCCAAATTAAACAAATTAATTTAATAATTTTTCTATTTGATTAATCACATTATTATTTAATGATGATGTAAAACATATGTCATTAATATGATAATTTGATTGGAAATATATGATTGTTTCATCTGTATCAATATCCCATACGTATATATTATTTTTGTAACTGTATATTACGTATTTACCATCTGAAGTATAACATGCTGTAAATACATTATATTTCGATATTAAAATTTTATCAGTTGATAGCATCCATATTTTTATCTTGCCACCAATAATGTAATACATTATTTGTTCTCCTTTGGGTGAATATATTAATTTATCAATTTCATCTAATCCACGCGCATTGTGAGATTTTGTTAATTCTCCGGTTATTAAATTAAAAATTTTAATTTGTTTCAAATGTGTCATGGCAATTCCTGTATTGTTTGGCGAAAAACATATATCATTATGATAATAACAATTTCTAGATTTTTCTTTACTTTCATGCAATAAAATATCATTTCTTGTTACATCACGTGTAAACCAGGATTTGTTCCATTTGTTTTCATAAGCATTAAAAGACAATATTATTTTCCCATTTTCACAATTCCATATTTCTCTTTCGTAATTATATTTATATACAGCAATAAATTTACCATTTGGTGAAACAGATATAGAAAATATATTTGAATCCAATGGTAAGGTATTAATTAATAAACCAGTATTAATATTCCATATTTTTGTGATACGACGATGTACAGTTACTAATGTAGTTCTGTCAAACGAAATACCAACAAAATGAATTTTTTTGGCTGTATTCATGCATTCTATTTCATTAGAATCAGAAATTACTGGTTCTTGTCCAGATATATATTTAATTGAATGATATCCAACAGATATTATTTTTGAATCATCATTGGAATAATATATTTTGCTCCTCGCATCAATATCATTATTCGAAATTTTGTTATCAGAACCATTGTTCCAAATTTTAATTTCTCCATTTTTATTCAATGTAATAAAACAATATGATTTTAATATTTTTAGCATAACTATTAATAGTTCTCTTGGTAAATTTGTCAAATCATAATTTGGTGGTAAATTATTAATTAACAATTGTATTGATTGATTGTTATAACCAATTAAATCTACAAAATCTAATAATTCATCGAAATTTTCATTCGGAACTTCCAAATAATATATTTTATCCAAATCAACATCTAATCCAAAATAATCATTACATTTGTGTAATTCGATTGTGTATTTCCATTCCGGATATTTAACAGTATTATAATTGGATTGTTTTCTTACCTGAATAAAAGATTTAGACTCCTTGTCCCAAACTTTATCATAAAATGATTCAATGATATCATGAGCAACATATACATTTGGAACATTAATTTTAATCATTTTTTCTGCTGTTTCATTAAATGTCAATAATTTTTGGAAATAAATACAAGAACAATACAACACAATTTTATGAACATCAATAGTGATAGTGTTATTACCATCTGATAAAATCAATGATAAATCTGTGAATAATTTTTGATTAAGATCATTATGTAGCAATTCGAAATTCATTTTAATTTTTATCTTGGAATAAATTATGATTAATACGATATTTAATCAATTTTTATTATTGACATATATTATAATACAATCATGAACAACTGGATATTATATATATTAACAGCCATAGTAGCTGCGATCCCTTTATTCATGATACAAAAATATATTGATACCAATAATTATTTATTTTTACTAGTATCTGTATTATTATATTTAATATTGATAGCATTATATATTGCAATTTTAAAAGGTAATCAAATGTCCGTCATATATCCTTTGACTAAAATATTATCTATTGTCATTGTTGTTGCATTTGGCTATTTATTTTTTGGAAATAAATTATGTACCAAACAAGTAATTGGAATTATTATTGGAATTGTAGGTATTTATTTATTATGTTCAGCATAAAAATTGATTATTTAATAACATCAAAATAATTATTATTTAAATTAATTTTAATCAAATGGAAATAAATTTTGATACAATTCCGACTGAAATATGGATCAAAATATCTGATTATATGGATAATCATGCAATTAATTTAGCCCTATTAAATAAAGATTTTTTAAGAATAATATCTTATTTGGATGGTCATAAACCTTATTATGAATATGTTGGACAATATAAATGGTCCATTAATTTTATGGAACACATTACTAAACATGGCTATTTGAATACAATTAAATATATTAACCATTTGAAAAGTAAAAATGATCCATTAATTATCACCAATAATCATATTATTCGTTGTATGAGTAATAGATGGGGATTTTTAACTAGTTGTAAATATGGTCATATTGATTTAGTCAAATATTTTGTTAAAACAGGTGTTGATATATCTACAGATAATCATTTAGGTATTCAATTTGCAGCATCGGGAGGATATATGGATGTGGTTAAATTTTTAATCGATTGTGGTGTTGATATTGAAACCAATAATAATTATGCATTTAGATGGGCTTGTAGTCATGGTCATATTAATATCGCCAAATATTTGGTAAAATGTGGAGCTAATTTTAGAGATGCAGAAGATGGTGCACTTATCATGGCTTGCGAATCTGGACATCTAGATATTATCAAGTATTTGATTGATTTAGGCGCAAATATTTACTCTGATAATGGTTCTGGTATTTATTGGGCTTGTCGAAATGGTCATATTGACGTTATAAAATATTTTGTCGATATTGGTGTAGATGTAAAGTATGATAATTATAAAGGTATTTATGGAGCTTGTTGTGGAGGACGTCTCGATATTATAATATATTTAGAGAGTTTGGATATTGATTTAAAAAAAATTGAACCAAGAGCTATTATATATGCATCTGAATATGGTCATTTGAATGTTGTGCAATATTTAATAAAAGCTGGTATAAATTATCGATCAGGATTAGATTCAGCTCTCCTATTATCATCAAGAGCTGGACACTTGGATGTAGTGAAATATTTATCTGAATTAGGACCAAATCAAAAATCAAAAAATAATGCGTTATTTGATGCTGCTCTTTTTAATAATATGGATGTAGTAAAATATTTAATAGAAATTGGTGCTGATCCTAAACATAATAATAATACAATATTTAAAGAAGCATGTGCACACGGATATTTACAATTGGTAGAATATTTAATTGATTATGGAATCACCGATCATAAAAATTCCGGATTAAAATTAGCTAGAGAACATAATTGTACAGAAGTGATAGAATATCTCGAGAATTTGTGACAAAAAATTGATTTTAAAAAATCATCTCGCAAATTATTCAATCATTAATTATTATCAAATATTTAACATTATAAATAAATAATTTATAATGTTATAATAACATTAAATAATGTCCAAGTATCAAAAAATTTACACCAATATTGAAATCAGTGGAATACATTTTAAAAATGGCACGATTGATATATATTTTAAAGATTCCGATAAATACAATTTATTAATTGCATGTGCTGATTGTTGTAGCGAAAGTTGGTTCGAATTATTTAATGATGATCCAATTGATCGGATTATTGGAAAAAAAATACAATCAGTACAATATGTTAAAGATATTGATTTACCTCCATCTGGAGTTCAAGAATGTGATATTAATCATGTGTATCGAATAAATTTTACGGATGATACACATTATGATTTTATTCTTAGAAATTCTTCCAATGGTTATTATGATGGATGGTTAGAAATACGCAAAAAAAAGATTCCCAAAAACTAATTATTTAGAATAAACATTAATTATGGTATGATTCCATTCAAGATAATTATCGATAAAATATTTTTTAGCATACTCTGTGATATTGAATTCCAAACGTTGTTTTTCTAAAATTTTTTGTTTGTGATCAAATGTATTCGTACTGTTGTATTTATTTTCAATTCTATTATTAGCATTGATAATACATTGTTTAGGATTATTTTCAAATAAAACCAAATAAATATTATTACGATTAATATATTTTTCAATAATATTAATATGTCTAATGAATATGTCAAAAATACACATTCTAGGATCATTAATGCATATATTACTATTCTCTACCAAAGCAGAGATCAATTTACCATCATAAAAAGTCGAAATAAAATCATCAAAAATAATATATCCACGTTGATTTTTACACCAACTAGTTTTTCCACTTCCTGGTAATCCTATAACAATAATTAATTGTTGATCCATATAATTAAATCTATAATAATTATGAATAAACAATAGCACAAATAATTATCAAAATAAATATGACAATATAAATTCCGGATGTGCCAATAATCAAACCAAATATATAATATGATGCTCTAATATTTTTATTTATTTTTTTGTTAAATATTTTTTGATAATTGATGTAGATTTTTGCTATCAAAAATCCGATGATACCTCCAATTAATCCAATGATTGGAATCATCATTTCTGCCATATCACAATAATATCTTCTAGTACGAATTTGCGTAGAAATTGATGTCATTATATCTTGGTTGATAATACTCCAATTATAACATATTGTTATATCTATACAAAGATAATAATCATAAACCAATATTTTATTTTAATTCATTTTATAAAAACAAATCAATAATTATTAATCAATGACTAATTTAATGACTAATTTAATGACTGACTCAAATTTATTTTTACCACCAGAAATATGGATACACATTTCTGATTATGTGCAAGAAAAAAAGTTAAATTTATTTTTTACAAATACTGATTTTTTATCTTTAATTAATTTATTACCTGATTATCATGATGTGTTTATTTATGCTGTCCAAAATAATTATCTTGATATCATTAAACATATTATCAATCTCAAGAATGTCAATCCAAGTATTATTAATTTTATTTATGTAAATTTGAATAATGGTATTTATGAAGCATCAAAATTTGGTCATCTTGAAATAATTAAGTATTTGATATCATTGGGAAAAAAAGATAATGGTCAACATATTAAATGCTCATGTAATCGTAGCATGATCAAAGCAGCTAAAAAAGGATATATAGATATTGTAAAATACTTTATATCAATTGGTACCAATATTAATTATAAAAATCAAGCTGTATTTAGAAAAAGTGCTAAAAAAGGTCACCTAAATATAGTTAAATATTTGGTAGAATTAGGAGCCAATATTCAAATTTATGATAACGATGCCATTAAATATGCAGCATTTTATGGACATTTAGATATGGTCAAGTATCTAGTCGAAAAGGGAGCTGATATTAATGCTGGAGATAATTTTGTCATTAGTTATGCTGCATGTAATGGATATTTAGAAATGGTCAAATATTTAGTGGCAAATGGAGCAAATATTCATGCAAATGATCATTTTGCATATAGAATGGCTAAACAAAATGGATATAGTGATATTGTAAAATACTTAGAATCATTGGTTATTAATATTGATTATTATGAAGCAATGTATAGTTTATTTGGTTTTAATACAATACGGCCAATTAATTCCAAATTATTAAGAAAAAATTTTAGAGCCATCATAAAAGAAAATACTAAATCTGTAATTAAGACCAAAAAAGAAATACTACATGATTTTGAAATTAATGGAATCGATATTAGTATTATTCATTATAATTATCATTAATTATAATAATCATTAATTATTATGATGGAGATTTTTTTGGATATACAATATTATCATGTTTTACTTTTTCTTTGATAACATTTCGAAATGTTATCGAGATTCTGATTCCACGAGGAATTTTTTTACCATTAATTTCATCATATTTTCTAGGTGGTATGCCATGTTTCCAAATATATCTAACATCATCTTTTAATATATATAAAGATCTTGGTGGTATATATATTTTCTTTTTTTCTGGTATAGGTTTATTTTTATAAAATTCCATAATAGTACCAGATCCTAAACTAATACCAATAATAGCATTTTGATAATAATCTTTTCGATCAAAGTGTGGTTTTAATCCTTCGCCTGGTTTATATTCATTAATAATAACTTGGTCTGGTTTTTGGTCAATAATATTATCTGATATCATTTGATCAATTAATCGATCCAAATATTTTGGTATTTTATTTGGTATGGGAATCAAATCGTATGGCTCAAATAATTCATTTCTGTAATTATAATATTGTAGCCTACGTTGATAATCCACAACCCATTCACTTTTATTTATTTGATTCAAAAGTTTTTTCTCTTGATCAAGAGAAATATAATCATGAATTATACCAAATCCATTTAAATTTTTAGCGTGTTTAATTTTAAATTTAGACATGTAAATATTAAATAATAATATATTAATAACATAAATAAGTTTTTATTAATATTCTAATATTGAATGTATAAAATATATATTCCAGTTATTTTTGGTTTTATTGGTTTGTCATGTGGTTTAATTAGTACGTACAGAATATCTAAATATTGTGGTACTGATATTGAAACAACAAAATATCGATTTGTTTTTGGTACACTTATAACTTTAATTGTAACTTTGTTTATGACAATATTGGGAGCCTTAATGGGTGCATTTATTGCTGAAAAAATTGATTGATCTAATTGTACATAAAATTGAAATTAAAATGATATTTAGATAATTATAATTGACAAACTATATTATTCACATTATTAATAATATGGATAATATTGAATCAGATATTTGTTTAACATTATGTGATGATAATAATCAACTGGTGTTAAATTCGAATCGGGAAATATTATCAAAATCATGTCCATATTTTGAAAAATTATTATCAGGCAATTTTTCAGAATCGCTCGAAAATAAGATAATAATATTTGTACCAAATGTGGCAATCGTTAATGATATTATAGCATCATTTTATGGACTAGATATTAATTCGACAAATTACTCCGATTGGGAATATTATTTACAAACCTGTTTATGTCGTGATTTTTTAATGTTGGATTGCAGCATTTATTTAGAAAAAATTTTAAATACGATTATTCCTGACCAACAATTTGATTCATTATTGAATGTTCTGGATATTATTAAACGTGATTTACTAAATTTAGAAGATAAATTGGAAATTAAAATAAAAAATAATGAGATAATTAAACATGTGACAAAAAATATGCCAAAAAATTTTGACGAAAATTTAATTCCCAAAAGCATATATAATGATATTGATTTATCATTGTCTAATAATCTATTACTAGCTGCAGATAATAATATAATTATGCAAAATTATACTACAGGAAATAGTACAATATTACCATTTAATTATGATAATAATGGGCAAATTTATTTTATTCCGAACACCAATCAATTAGTTTTAAATAATGAAACAATTACTTTTGTTAATATATTAAATGGTGAACAAATATTGTATTTAAAAAATGCATGGAATTGTCATATGGATAATACATACTATGGTAAAAAATATATTTTAAATATTTCTTCAAATCATAAATATTTAGTTTGTGGAAGCAATGATCGTACTATTAAATTATTTGATACTGAAGAAAAAAAATTAATCAAAACATGGTATCCTCATTTAAAAAAAAAGATTTTAAAAAAATCTAATATAACTAATATATTATTTACTCCAGATAATCAATATATTATTGTTACTGGATATAAAAATACATGCGAAGGTTATCTCAATAAATATGATTTAGAAGGTAATCTAATTTGGTCAAAAAAAGAAAGAGGTGATTGGTGGCATTATATTGATATTATTTGTTTAAACGATAAAATTGTATTTTTAGGATCAGGTCCCCATAGTACTTGGCTAAATGTAATTAGTTTAGAAACTGGCAATGATATTTATTGTGAAAATAAATATGATTATGCGGAAAATATTTGTTATTTGAAAAATAATTGTATTGCAATAGCAGATGATAATACTATTTATGTGTATGATATTGATAAACAACAAGAAATTGCAATATTAGGAGAACACAAAGAGTTAACTAATTTGTTTTATAATAATAAAAGCAATCATTTGGTATCTAGTTGCAAAAATAAAATGAAAATATGGGATCCAGAGTTAGGATTGATTGATGAAATAATGATTGATAATCAAATAATATCGCCAATATTTGATTTAAAATAAAATTTGAATTTATAATTGTTTGTTTGGTTTATTTATTATATTATATTAATAATATGAAAATAAATAAATTCCAAAAATATTAAATTATTGATTGGGCATATATATCATGGAAATTTATCGTTTTAATATAGACGATGCTGTGAAAGCAGTAGTGATCATAGATTTTTGTGAAGTTGATGATAAAGTTAATAAAGATTGTGATGGAAATCATTATAATTATCTCGCAGATAAGAAACTCGGAAAATATGAAAAAGAATTAATTGATGATGTATATAACTACTATATCAGATGTGTTAATTTTATTAAGGATAATTGGTGCAAAGAATATTATTGTAAAAAAATGCCAAACACGAATATTATGAAAATAGAAGATCTATTTATTGATCATATTAAAAATGAAGATGATTCAATTATTGTCAATACAATAATTGCAGCACATAAACTACATGATCGAATGATTAGATATAATATTAATGTATATGATTTTAATGGTTGTGAATGTGGAGGTTATACTCCTGCGTTTACTGGTAGATGTGATTGTGGAAATAGGCGTGTCAGACTAACACATAAAGGACTAAATATTAAATGGATTGACAGGTTCAATCTTGATAGTAAAGAATCTGTTAGTATTGCAATAGGTTATTAATATATTTGACATATATATATCTCCTAAAATACAGCCATATGATTATATTAATGCAAGGATGTTATTCAGCTGAGAAAAATTGATAATATAATAGTATATATATATTATCAATAATGATAAAATAAATAATAAATGCCTTATTATTTATTTTATTACGGTAATTATAAAAAATTTAAACATATTATATGTTATGCTAAAAATAAAAAAAAATTATATGATTATTTGATTAATAATGTCGAAAAATTCCTCAAATTTTTCCAAATAATAGCACTATCTTGGAATGAAACATATATCGAATTATATGACGTTTTGGTAAAATTAGCAGAAAGTAAAATTTCTGATCTAAATTCTGATGAAATTATAAAACTATTAAGAAATGGTTTAAAAAAAATGGATTATAATTATTTTTTTGATAAAATTCCTGATATTGGTGGTCAGTCTTATGCTCTTGAAGATGTTTATTTTACTGGTTTCAAAAAAATTAGGTCAAAAAATTTTTTAAAAATCGATGAAAATAAATAATATATATATATGAGGAAATGATATTGCAAAAATAAAGTTGTCTTATAATCATAAGACAACTTTAACTTAATTGTAATAAATACAATAGTCAAAAATGCTTTGATAATTTGTTTACAATATATAACTGGTTTTAAAAACGATAAAATTATTGGTTGAACATTGATCAAATATATATCCATGTGATATAAATATATTTATAAATTTAGCCTTAAAATTTGAAAAAAAACATCTTATTTTAGCAATCATAACTTTTAATAATATATTATCCAAATGAGTAAATACGAATGGTCAGCTACTTCAGCCTTTATTAAATTTTTCAGTGATGCTACTGTCACTGTAAATTTTCTTGGTGGATCATTTTCAAAACAAACTCCAATATGTGATAGAGAAAAACATGCTTATCGTAATTATGCAAAATGTGGTAGACATTATAATTATCACAATGGCGGATTTTGTCCCAGATAAATAAATTGATAATTTATTATACTAATGAATAATTAGTGCAATATATATACCATATATTCACAATGGATAATATAAACGATAAAACTTTTTGCATGATTGTGTCTAAAAATAAGTATCATATTGGACTAAATATTTCAGATAAGCCTCTTGATGAAATTGGATTCATATTTACTAATGTAAAACATATTTTTGATTATTTAGAAAATGGAAATTATTTTTGCAACATTCTAATTCCAAACAATGTTAAAATTATTAAGTATGATTATACTAGTAAATGGTATGCAGATAAAATTATTATACAAGGCTTTTCAGATTTGAGAAATTTAGATTTTATAAAATATTTAATTAAATGTGGAGCAAAAACAAATAAATCAACTTGCGTAAAAATATATTATTGGGCTTTAAATGGTGGTCATCAAGAAATTGTTTATTATTTATTGACCAATTATCTATCTGATGTGTTTATAAAAACCATAAATATATAACCAATATCAAAAAATTGATATTATAATTGTTAAATAGTTTCATTTATCATACTCATAATATTATCCATAATGTGGAATAAATATATTCCTGTTTATGATATCTTTTATTGTGACAAAAATGATTCATTAACAGTTCCAGAAAACGAACCAGTATATTCCATGTATACTGGAAATATAATTGGGTTTGGTCCAATTGACATCAATACCATGACAGATGTTGGTCCGGAACATCCAAAATATGGTATTGCTTTTTTTGTCATCGCACATGATCCTATCAATTACACATGGGTGGCACATAGTAATCTACCTGATTTGGTAGATTAAATTTTTAATTGATAAAAAAATTTTATCAATTAAAAATTTCAATTTTCATATTATGTGGAACAAGTATTAAAATAAGTATTAGGATCCAATGCTGGAATATTATAATATTCAGCTCGGACTTTATCTAAAGTTTCACATCTTTGTAAATATTGATAATCACCATCAGCAGATATTATTGAACTAAATAATATAGATGTTTGTGGACCTTTGTTTTCACCAGCAGCTGTAAAATGCATTACAACTTCATTTTTACCATATTGCGGCCACACTGGAACATCGCGTAAATTATCAAATTGATTTTTTGGAGTTAAAGATCCTGACCGAATAGCCGAGTTCCAATATATATCCATGGTTTTACCTAGATTATCTTGTTGACAAGTTAAATTAGTACACCATAATCCATCACAATGTCTAGCTACATAAAAAACGTCAGATTCATGGAATACTTTTGTCCACGAAGGATATACGCGAGTATCTGGAGCACTATCAAAATACCAGCTATGGGCTTTTGTCTTTTTAGATCTTTGCCAATAAATCATGTTTCGACGAGTATTACATGCCATTATATCATCTACTCGTGATATAAATCCTTGACCAGGATAAGTAACATTGGGATTATATTCAGTCGAATATAATGGCGCAAGATTATTATAATAAAATTCAGCAGAATAATTCCCTGATGCAATAGATAATGCATCAGCTATTTGTTGAGTGGGAAAACCGGGAGTATTGGGATTATCATATGTTTGTGGAAAATAATTATAAAGCACAAATGTTCCTTCATTAGCTGCAAATCCTTGCATATAAATATCTGGAACAAAATTTTTGTTTCGAGGATTAGTTCTTTCAGCAAGTAAAGAGATCGGTTGATCAGGTAAAAAATGATTTATTCCAACAGTTGGTTGAAATGACAAGAATCCTGGACCAACTGCATTCGTAATATTTTGCCAAGGTAACGCATACAAACATTCTTTAGTAGTACAATTTAATTTTTGTACCAAACCAGCATCCGCACTATTATTAGTCATCGGTAAAATATCGCAATAACCACTCGATCCAATTACTCGATTAAATAATTTTTCTCCGGGTAAATCATTTAATGGTGTAACAGCTTGTAAACAAACACTAATTCCACCTGCAGATTGACCATAAATAGTAATATCTTTTGATTTGCCTCCAAATGCTGCAATATTATTTTTGACCCACTTTAAACCAAGTCTTTGATCCAATAATCCATAAACACCTCTAGCTTCTGGTTGTGATTTACCTAGTAATGCAGAAGAAAAAAATCCAAATGCATTAACACGATAACTAGCTGCAACAATAATTATTCTTTTAGTTACAGCTAAAATACTAAAATTACCAGCACCAAAATCTTCAGGTGAACCAGATATAAAAGCTCCACCATGAATCCAAACCATTACTGGAAAAGTTTCTCCATGATATTCAGGAACTGGTGCCCATACATTCGTATATAAACAATCTTCAGAAATACCTCTCGGATCAGGAATCGTTCCAGTAGCTACATATTGAGGACAACGAGGTTTATATTCTGTTGTATTTAATGGTTTATGCCATTTTTTTGTATACGGTACCGGAGCTTTCCAGCGTAGATTATTTACTGGAGGTTCAGCAAAAGGTATACCTTTGAATACTCTAATTGCTCTTCCTTCAACATATTGTAAAACACCTTTAATAGGTCCATTATCAATATTTACTTGTGTAAATTGCGTAGCTTGTATGCAACAGATACCAAGTAATAATAATATAATAATATTATGGTTTGTCATTTGTTATATTTAATTTGAATAATGTTTATACTATTTATTTTTATCAATATATTTATTTATCAAATTTTCGTAAAAATATTGAAATTATTAGTGTCAAGTTAAATATTTATTATTATTTATTATCAATTGATTAATTAACAATGAATAATAAATACAATAGATATGAGAAATTATTTAATGATTATTTACCTAACATTAACAATATTAATGACATTGATGAAAAATCGGGTCATACAACATTGACTCTTTTATGTGATTATTATTTAATTTGTCTTCCGAAATATTTTGCTATAGCCAAATATTATTCCGTGTACAATTGTAATAAAAGTATTATATATGATTTGATTGAATCTCTCATCAATCAAGGTGCTAATGTTAATCAAGCTAATGCTCAAAAAATGACTCCATTACTAACAATTGCAACCAAAAGAACTAATCCAGTTTATTTATCTGTTGTTAAATTATTATTAAAAAGAGGTGCTAATATTAATGCTGTGGATGCGTATGGTAATTCTGCTTTAGTATTGGCTTGTAGTCAAAATGATGTTGAACTTGCAGAACTATTGATTCACTCGGGAATTGATGTTAATATTAAGTCAAATTGTAATATGACAGCATTAATATCGGCAGCATATAATTCTGGACATAATAATAACATTAATTTAATCAAATTATTATTAGAACATGGTGCGGATGTTAATTTTATTAATATATATGGAAGAACAGCTTTGGATGCAGCTTGTGATTATAAAAATAAATGTGACAATTTACGAACTATCAAACTATTATTAGATCATTGGTGTGATGTTAATATTAAAAATGAGAATGGTTATAATGCGTTAATGATGGCTTGTCAATATCCCAATAGTTTAGATGCAATAAAATTATTAATTGATTATTGGTCTGACTTATGTACATGTGGTATTAATGGGTGCGATAGTCAATGCGAAAAATCAGCTATTGGTATTGCAAAATCAAAAGATAATCGAGATATTGTAGACTATTTATATAATCATATAAATAATAAATAAAAATTAACAACGACAACCTACACCACTAAGATGTTTTTGTGCATTCACATTAAAAGTAGTCAAACACTGATTACAAGTGATTGTAACATCGTATCTTAGTCCCCGATAATTTACATTGGAATAATTATATCGAGCTGATCCATGAATTTTAATAGCTCTGTTAATAAAAACTTCATTAGATAATAATTTCCTACCTCGATGACAAACACGACATTTAGGATTTTTTAGCAGGTTTTTGGGTGAAATAGAAAATTTATGCCCGCAAATTTTACAACCGAGAATAACTGGAACATTTATATTTCGATATTCAACATCAGAATAATCATAATTATCATCACAATTCGCTTTTAAAAATTTTATCAATTTATTGGTTGTAAGATAATTATATTTTTTCTCTGTAGTACATATGGGACATTCTCCTCTAGTTGTATTTAAATGTAAAAAAGGTGTGGTAGTAAATTTACAATTACATTGGTTACAAATAATATCTATATTTGTTCTACAATTAACATAATCAACAAATCGATAATCATATTTAGAATCATATTTGTCCAAAGATTTCATCAAAAATTCAGTAAATTTTTTGATATTAGCATTATTCGCATTATTCGCATCCATTATTAGATATTGATAATAATCTATCAAAATTTAATAGATAATCAAAAATAATAAATTTTCAAATTTTATTAATTGATTCAATTGAACCGATTAATAAAATGTAATTAATTAATGAAATATCTGGAAATGATAATTACATCGACACAAAAACCAATTCCTGTGCCAAAAATACCACCATTAATAACGGCAATGGTACCACTAGTTAGTACAATTCCTCCAATTCTCATATCTGCTCCTGTCAGACGCGCCATCAGATAACCGAAAATAGCGCCAATAATGCAACCAATAATAGTGAAAATCATTTTTGATAACAATCAGTTATTCAATTTGTATTACTTTGATATGTGAAAACAATGATCCAATCAATGCTTTAAATTGTCAATTTTTTGATTCAATGTCTAAAAAATTGATATTTTCATCCACTAAATTTCTGATAATCAATCAAATTCATTATACACAATGAATAACCTTACTAATTATTTGTGTTATGAATTGATAATGATGATATTCGATTTACTCTCAGATAGAGATAAAATACAATTTTCCATGGCCAACAAATATTTAACATTGTTTGTTCCAAATATTATATGGACTAATATGTATCAATATGAAAAAATTAGATTTTTACCATACAAAAACAATTTTCGTAAACTAAGTTTCAAACCCAGATATGATATTATTCCGCCAGTTATTACTCATTTAATTATTGATAAAGAATTTGTAGGATCATTGACAAATGTTATACCTAAATCTGTCAAAAAAATTTATATAGATAAAGATTCACGTGTAAAACATGCTACATGTATTCCAGCAAATATTATAATGTTTTGTAAATGTGAGTTTGATAAAAAATATTGTCCAAATAAAATATCCAATTTAGTGTCTTCCTGTTGTTTATACTTATATCCAAGAATAATCATGAGACATGGTGATTATTATAGTGCCAATTTATGTACCGACATGTATGACCCTAGTATTAATTTCAATAATATAATCATGAAAAATTATTTTGAAGGTTATTATGAAAGAAATTTATACACAATGTTATATGAAAAGTATAATATATCTCTCTCTTCAAAATTAAAATGCACAAGTCCGGAAACTGATTTAGCATTGGCTATTTTAACTAGTCCCAAACCAATTGTACAAACCGAGCGTCTTTGTCCAGACATTCAATCAATTTCTAAACCCAAATTCAAAAATAAAAAGATCTATTACAATCATACTAAACAAAAAATACCCAAACACATAATGATGCCCAAACAAAAATTTTCTAAATATCGCAGATAAAAAATTGAAAAATAATCCAATTATTTAGCACTTTCATTATATTTGGATTATTATCTTGATTAAAGATGAGTATTAGAACTAGTGCTTTTATTGATATTGCCAACAAGATTCACAAAAATGCTTATGATTATACTGGAGTAATTATTGAGGAAGATACTACTTTTATTGATGTTAAATGCAAAACATGTGATAATACTTTCAATGTCAGAATTAAAAATCACATCAAAAACAGAACTGGTTGTAGGAGATGTAATACTCTTAAAACCAAAGAAAAAAAAAGAATGAGTACAGAAGATTTTATTAAATTAGCCAAAGAAATTCATGGCGATAAATTTGATTATTCCAAGGCAGTATTTGTTCGTTCAGATGTTCCCATGGAAATCATTTGCAGAAAATGTGGTAATTCAGTTTTTCATACACGTTATCGTCATCTCGTGGAAAAATGCGGTTGCATGTGTCAAAGAAATACCATGAAAAATTCAACCGAAAAATTCATTGAAAAATCTAAACTAAAACATGGACCAGATGCATTTGATTATTCCAAGACTATTTATGTTAATACTTCAACCAAAGTTATTATCATTTGCAAAAGTTGTGGTTTTGAAATGTATCAAAGATATGATGTTCATCTTAGATGCAAAGGTTGTACTCGTTGCAATAAAAACACTAAGGTTTCTACAGAAGAATGGATAGAACGAGCTAGACAATTATATGGTGACAAATATGATTATTCACAAGTGATTTATGTTAGTATGCGTCAAAAAGTGACAATTGTTTGTCCTAAACATGGAGCTTTTGATATAAATCCTAATAACTTTTTTAATACTAAAGAATCTTGCGCTGGTTGTAGAAAAGACAAAATTTAATGATTATTGTTTAATGTTGATTAAATAATAATCATCGAGTAATAAAATTTATTGCTTGTAATAAATTTTATCATAAATATATTTTCCAAGATAGCAAGTTCCTCCAATTATGGCAAATAGCATCATAGTATCATACACAACCATGCGATCATCATAATTGGTTTGTTTTCTGGCAAAATAAAAGACGTTTTCAAGACTAAACATTTTTGATGCGATTGTTATTAATAATAATAAAATTATTATTAATGACCAAACAGTTATTAATTCAATTTTTTATTTACATAAAAAATTGAATTAATAATACTAAAATAGATTATAATTATGATTAATTTATCTAATTATTCACAATGCAAGATAAAATATATTATAAATTAACTGATTCAGAAGAAAAATATGGTGATAAAAAATATCACAATGGTTTAAATATAATTAATGATGATAAGGGATTTATGTTTCTAAAAATAGAAAATGTATTTGAATGTTTATACACAGGTGCTAGATATCTTAGAATAGTGCGTGTAAAAAATAATTGTGCCATTAAAACATATGGATGCAGACATTATGGCAATACCATATATTTGGCAGATAGATATGATCTGGCTGATCCGATAACCATTATGTATATTATTAAAAAAGGTGGTGATGTTAATTCACGTGATGGATATCTTCTTAAATGGGCTTGTCATGAAGGTTATTTTGATGTGGTAAAATATGTTTATCAAATTAGCACTATCACGTCAGATATATTATCATCATGTCTTGAAAAAGCTGCAGATTGTGGTCATATAGAGATAGTTAAATTTTTAATAAAAAATGGAGCTGATTTGACTAAATATGACAATAGAGATTACGATAATCCAATTATTTGTTCTTTTAATTATGGATATATTGAGACTGGCAAATATTTATTACTCGAATCAAATAATATTAATCAAATTTTTGATTTTTATAATCGAAATATGATATCAATTCTAGAAGATCCAGAGTATCTCAAAAAAATGATCAATAAAGGATTAACGCCTGATAAATATGATAAAATATTTACATGTTGTATTTCAAATGGATATATTGAAACCATTAAATACCTAGTGTCGATTGAAGCCAAATTTTCTTATTCAAATCAAGCAGTAATAACTTGTTGTGGAAATGGCGATTTAAAGATGCTCATCTACTTGGCATCTATTGGATTTAATATTCAGTTTAATATGGAAAAGGCATTTAAGTCAGCTATTATTAATAACAGATATAATATTATAGAGTATTTAATTAACGAAATTAAATTAGATTATCTGGATTATTTATCGTATCTAGAAATAGCTTCTAAATATTCCGAATTAAATATTATTGAATGTATTCATGATGCTAGTGTCAAATCCAATCAATATCAGGATATTATTGATGGTTGTTTAATTAATGTTTGCCAACGAAATAATATAGAACTAGCAGAATATATACTTTCACTTGGTGCTAATATTAATGTTAATAATGGAATAATATTAATTAATGCAGCTAAAAGTGGTCATAAACAATTAGTGGAATACTTGGTACAAAATGGAGCACAAATATATGATAATGAAATTATTAACTATTGTTTCGATAATCATCTAGCAATTGCAAAATATTTGGCTCGTGAAATTCCTATCATAGATCTGCATAAGATTATTATTGGAAATTAAAATTGAATATTAATTATGCTATTATAAAAATAACATAATTAATAATTAACATTTACTAAATGACAGATAAAACTTATGAATTAATTGATTATCGTACTCAAAAAAGTTTAAAAAAATATTTTTCAGATTGTAATGTAAAAGATGCAGCTAAAAAAGCTTATGCATCCATCATGAATAATAATCTAAATAAAAATCAAAATGGAGAAATAATCAACCCTTTTTATTTCTCTATTAAAAAACCCAATGGAAAAATATACACATTTAAAATCTCAAATAATGTATATAAAAATAGAGAGAAACAATCTCACCATGATAATTTAAAAAATTTACAAAACACTAATAGTTTTGTATCATTTGATCATTGTATAAATAAAATTTATTATACACATGATAATGGTCATCGACCATTCCAAGTTACTATTAGTAAAAATAACAAATCCACAAAAATTATCATTAATAAATATGAATATGATTCTGATTCCGATTCTGAAAATGAAAATTATGATGAATCTGGTTATTATAAAAATAATATTATGGAAATAGACAATTTCATGGGATATTGGTATGGATATGATACATCGGTTGATCAAATGCATGGAAATACCATACTAATAAAACTTGCAGTTAATAAATATATATTCATTGGATCCGAAATATATAAATTCAAAACACGTGATGATGAAATTATTGATTATGTTTCACCAGTTGGAAATAGTGATGTACCATATCCTGTAGCATATGGTACAAAGTTTGTTTATTTTATGGATGATAAGGAAAAAGTCAAAAGATCTAATTTCAAATTAGATATTTGTCCTGCTAATGCAGAAGATATTTTTGTTGAATTTGATAAAATGTTACCTAAAAAAATTATTGATTATACTCCAGATACCACTATTATAGAAGAAAGACAAATACAATGAATGCACAAAGATTCAAAATGTCATTGATTAGAAAATATATCTATTGCAAATCCAATTATATATAAAAATATATGATTGAATTTTACTAGCATATTTATAATGGAAAAAAAATCTTTTTTTAAGATTGTCAAAGATTCTGAAAATCTAAAAAAATTTAAAGAATGTATTAATTGTTCCACAAATAATTTTAAAATAAATGATTTTAAAAATAATGATTGGAATATTAATAAAAATTTTGATTTTTGTGAATTATCTGTACTATACGAAATATTATTCGCTAATAAATGTAAATATTTATGTGAAATTATTTTACCAGAGAGAGTAACGATTATCGATCATGGTAAAGGTAAATATAGTGCCAGCAATATTATTTTGAAAAATATATATCATATGGATAAATCAGAAATAATTGAAAGTGTAATTTTAGATAATATTTGTATGGATAATGATGAAAATAATAAAAATTTATTATTTTTAGCATCTAGCCGAGGATATTATAACATAATCAAACTATTAGTTAAGAGTGGTATCGATATACATATTGATAATGATTTTCCACTAAGATTAGCATCAAATCATAGATATTTGGATGTAGTCAAACTTTTAATAGAAAATGGAGCTAATATTAACGCTCGTGATGGTTATGCATTAAGACTAGCTACTTGTAAAGGTTTTTATGATGTGGTAAATTTTTTGGTAGAAAGTGGCGCTAATCTTTATATATGTGTTGGTCGTGATAATAATGCTTTAAAAATAGCTTGTAAAAAAGGACATTATAAAATATTTAAATATCTCATAAATAAAATGGATAATACACGTATAGATAAGAAACAGTTATTAGTAATAGCTTGTAATAAAAGATATTTAAATATAGTCAAATATTTGGTAAAGAATGGAACTGATGTTAATGCTAATAATGATGCATTAATAGTAGCTCAAAAACGTAAATATTTTGAAATAGTTGATTTTTTGGTAGAAAATGGAGCTCAGATTGATGTATAATATAATTATCCATTTAAAAACCTTAATGATTTAACGCTAGAAGGTAATATATAACGAATATTTTTATCATATTCATCATAAAACGTAATATCAATTACACTATTCGGAATGTAATCTTTAATACATTGCTTAAATCCTTTACCAAATTTAATATGAGTTACTCCATGTGGAATTAAATTTGATATGTCAAAATTAAAATAACTATCCAAAAATAAATGTGTTATGGTCGAAGGAAGATTATGTGAAATATCATGACAAAATTCACTTTCAAACGTTAAATGCGTTACATTATCGGGAATATTTTGAATTACATTAGCAGAAAATAATTCGTTATCATTATCATAATTTCTACTCTTACTACATCCAAGAGATATATGTTTAACACTTTGAGGAATACAGTCTTTAATATTTTGATTAAAAAATTCTCCAAATCTAATATATTCAACACTATTTGGAATTCCCTTTATTGGTTGATTAAATTCATCACCGAATTCTAAATGAGTTACGCTTTTTGGAATACAATTTTCTATTGGTTGATCAAAACATAATCCAAATATCAAATGTGTTACACTATTTGGTATTACATTTTTTATGGGTTGATTAAAAAGTTCTCCAAAAGTTAAATGAGTGACACTAGCTGGAATACAATTTTCAATATTACTGTCAAAATTATCACTAAGAGTTAAATGTGTTACATTATTTAAAGTACAATTTTTAATAATTTTATTAAAATGTTTTCCAAAAGTTAAATGAGTTACATTATCTGGAATACAGTCTTTAATATTTTGACTAAATTTATGTCCAAAAAATATATTTGTGACACTATTTGGAATGCAATCTTTGATTCTTTGATTGAATTTATATCCAAATTCTAAATGTGTAACACTATTTGGAATACATTCTTTAATATCTTGATTAAAATCCCATCCAAAAGTCAAATGGGTGACACTATTAGGAATACATTCTTTAATATCTTGATTAAAATCCCATCCAAAAGTCAAATGGGTGACACTATTAGGAATACAATTTTTAATATTCTGATTAAATTTATCTCCAAATGTCAAATGAGTAATATTATCCGGAATACAGTCTTTAATATTTTGATTGAATTGATTTCCAAATTCTAAATAAGTCACATTGGGTGGAATACAATTTTTGATGTTTTGATTAAAAAGTTCTCCAAAAGTTATATGAGTGACGCTAGCTGGAATACAATTTTTGATATTTTGATTAAAATCAAATCCAAAAAATAAATGAGTTACACTTGCCGGAATATATTTTTTATATTTTTTTATATTTTTGTTAAAATCATTTGAAAAATATAAATGAGTTGTACCTGGTCGATTTTTTTTTATCATTTTGATTGAATTAACTGTGAAAATACTTGTGCTTATTTCCATTTTACTATTTTCTCGATAAATTAACCTAGCGAATTTACTCACAAAATTCAAATGTTTTATTTTATCGTATTCATAAAAATTATTATATCTAATATGTTCACGAAAAACATACATTTTTTGACAAGTTTTCATGAAATTCATTTTATCATTATCTGGTAAATATTTCATTAGATATAATATTGAATCATCATTCAAATCACTGATATTCATTTTTATTAATATAACAATATTGATAATTATTAATAGCTATTAATCGAATCAATATTTTTGTAAAAATTGAAAAATAAATTAACTGAATGGATTTTATTTAATTAATTTATTTGTAATAAACATGGATCTGTTACAATCTTTTATTTCTCAAGATCCAGATAATAATTTTTTTCATTATCTCAATGAAGGTGATAATGGTACAAAATATAGTTTAACCAATCAATTTATCTTGCTAGAAAAAATGTGGAACGTGCCATTGTCTAGTCTATATTTGTTTACTAAAATGTATGATAATAGGTTGTGGGAATTTCCCACTAATGAATTATGTGAAGGATTAATATACTTATTTAGAGAATTAGGCATTACCAAAATTAATGAATTGGCTGCAGGTAATGGTTTATTATCAGCTCGATTAAAACACTACACAGATAAATTAGACTATGATTTAGAAATATCTACTTCAGATGGAACATTAAAACAATTTGGTAATCATAATTTTACCTACACCAACGTCGAGCCGCTAAATATTTGCACTTATAATAAATCCGAACCTATTATTATTAGTTGGATCCATAGTTTATTCGAAAACGAATTATTGTTTAGTATTAAAAATTGCAAACAAGATTATATATTTTTAATCGGTCAACATCCAGATCATGATGATTATGGAAACAATCATTCTATTTATTTTCATCGAAATATATTATCATGTGGATATGATTATATAATTATACCATTCAAACAAATATCTCAAATGGATTATTATACATATGATTATCTTAGAAATAATAATTATATATGCAGTAAAACATGTGTTACATTATATTATAGAAAAGATATTAGATTGGATGTGATAAATATTGTCGAGTCATTACAAAAAAATAATAGTGATTTATTTGGATCTTATCTCAATAAAAATAAAGAATATTATACACAAGATAAACAATTATTAAAAGTAACTGGTCAAGTTATTGATAATTATAAGCAAAATAATTTTATAGATTTGGATCCAATGATAATCACTGGATTAAAAAAATATTTATCGATTAAATCCAGAAATGATTTTAAACAATCAGTTTCTGCATTTCTGTTACCGGTTGAAGATAATTTAATACATATCTTAGATCCATATTGGGGTGTACCAAAAATAAAACAAGTTGTTGGTAGAGCCATACGTACTCATTCTCATAAAAATATTATTTATCACAATAAAAATTTGAATAATGAATGCACTAAAGTTATAAAACATTTGGATAAATTATTTTTGAAAATCACCAAAGATCATACCAATAAATCCAAATCATCCTTTATTGATAAACCATTTGGTAAACATTTTTATTTTAATAACAAAATTATTAAGGAAAAATATTATAATCCTAAACCATCCAAAAAAATGATTAGAGAAAATTATCATAATCCAAAATTATCCAAAAAATTTAGACATTAGAAATGATAATCAGTTTATTAATTTAATAAACTAATTATTAATTGTTATTTAATTTTATTTATGATGAATAAAATGCAATGCTCACATATCCGTCGCCACCATTTGCTCCAGGATTTCTTGTCACTCTGAGAATATCTATATAAACTGATCCACCGCCACCTCCAGATCCTTGTGATCCAGGTTGACCATTTGGATTAATAAAATCAATGCTACCTCCATTTCCACCATTAGCTAGTGCGCTTGCTCCACCTCCAGAACCTCCATAATAAGCGTGATCTGGATCTGGCATATTAAATCCTCCACTGGCTCCACCTCTAAAACCAAGTACCATGCCTCCAGTTCCACCACTTAACAATACATCACCACCTCCACCTGCTCCACTATATGCATTTGTTCCTATATTTCCATCAGTTCCATTCTCACCAATTCTTCCACCAGCTGCTGGTAGTGGGAAAAATTGTGATGCTATTGGAAAACTTACTGTTTCTCCTGTTCCTCCAAAATCTGGATCATTATTTCCTCCTTTTCCTCCAAAAGCTATAAACTGATTTGGACCAATTGTTAGTGTAGAATTTCCCCCATTACCAGGGTTATTAGGTGCCGATACACCACCTGCTCCAAGAGTTCCTGTTATTTCTTGGAATGCTGTCACGGATACTGGATATTGATAAATAGTACCCGCTCCACCTCCTCCTCTTAATTGTCCTATATCACCACTTCCACCAGCACCTCCACCTCCAGTCATTGTTACTACTGCATTAACAGCTCCTTCCGGTACAGTTACTGAAAAGTTACCTGGTGTGGTATATTCAAAAGTAAATATTAAATTACTATCTCCTTTGATACCTTGTTCACCAACTTGACCCTGATCACCTAAATCACCTTTATCTCCCTTATCTCCCAAATCTCCCTTATCCCCTTTATCTCCTTGTTGTCCTTGATCTCCTTTATCACCTTGATCACCTTTATCTCCTTTATCACCTTTTAATCCTCTTAATCCATGTCGACCATTTTCTCCTTTTGATCCATCACCACCTTTAAATCCACCTATATAAATCCAGTTACCACCAATTTTTTTGTATACATACCAATTCAAATTATTAATATAAAAATCTCCATTAGATCCAACTAAATGTGTAGGATCATTGGATTCGATAAAAATACGAGAACCAGATTCGCCTTTGGTACCAGGTTGTGATGGAACGAATTGAGTATATTTTTCTGAATTAATTTTATTATACAATTGTTCAAATTTACTATCAATATATTTATAAATATTACTGTTGCCATTTCTAGATGATGGTTGATAAGCGTGATTACCTCGCCTAAAATTGCTCATATTGTATAATATGAGTTGATAAATTTATTATATGATAAAATTGAAAAATAAATGGATAAACATATTTAGTATATTTGGTAAATAAATTACATTTTTGTCTCAATATATCATTGCAGCAAATCATAATTAAATATATTGTAATAAAATGCAAGAAGATAAAGTATATCTAAAGGTACTCAAAAATAATAGAACTCATAATGATTTGACATATATCAAAGGTTACAATGAGGTTAAAAATTTTGTAGAAACGGGAAGCTGTGTTCCTGGCAGAATATATTTTTGCGATCCAAGCGATAAATCTCAAAATATTTGTAGATATTTACATTACGGTGATATTTTGGTAGATATTACTTTGCCTATTAATGATCCTGATTTTAAAATGATTATAGATCCATCTGGTGGTAAATCAGCTTCCAATAAAATCATAATTGGACAAGAACGTAATCTATCCGATCCGAAAACTTTCGAATATATGGCAAGTTGTGGTGTGGATATTTATAAAAATTATGTTCTCAAATGGGCTATTGATAAAAATTATTGGGATGTTGTGTTATACTTAATAACAGTTATACCTTTAACATCATCACGAATTGGATTAATTGAATATGTACTCACTACTTTATCCAATAGATTTGATTCAATGTCATCCAAAGTTTATGATTATAAAAAAAGAAGTATTAAATCTTTTTATAAAGAATATGATCCAATGATCATTGGTATTACAAAATTATATGACGGACTAAATAATTCTGAAAATGGGGCAGAAAAATATACTACAATTATTGCATCAATTAAATTAGTATTGATAAATTACCGCAAAATAATTGATAATATTCCTCTTAAAAAATATTATCCTCCATCACAACAAATATTGTCAAGTGTTGTTGATCGTATTTGAATCAAAAAAACATGTTTGAATAAATTATTCAAATATATTTTTTGTGAGCAATTTTCATAATTTATTGTCTAAAATATTAATTGTGACAATATTATCGGATTTATTAATAATATTGTGTTTAGGTAAATGTGCTGAAACTTTATTATATAATTTATCGGTTAATTTAATTTTTTTGATATTGCTAGTTAATATTTCTTTTATAACACTATTTGGACAATCAAAAAACCATCCTAATTCTAATTGGGTAATTGATTTAGGCATTTTTGAAATACTTTTATAATAAGATTGTAGTACTAAATGATTAACATTTGATGGTATTAACAGCGATAAATCTGAATTAGTATTAAATCCAATAGTTAGTGAAGTCAAAGATTCTGGTAAATATTTATTAACTTTGATAATTTCATTTGGTACTTTGATAAATAATTTGAATATGTTATTTAGTGTTGTTTTTTCATAAATAATATTACCTAGAGGTTTATTAAATTGATTACCTAATACAAGTTTTTCAAGAGAATCTGGTAAAATATTTTCAATAGATTGACTGAAAATATTTCCAAATACTAAAATTTTTAGACTATTGGGTAATTTACTTTTGATTGGTGTATTATATTTATAACCAAATATTAAATGTTCCAACGTGTTTGGCAAAATATAATCAATAGATTGATCAAAACTATTACCAAATTTAAGATATTTTAAACTCGATGGTAAAACTTTTATGGGTGTATTATATTTACTACCAAATTCTAGACGTTCCAGTGTGTTAGGTAAAATATTATTTACAGATTGATTAAATTCATTACTTAATTTAAGATACTTTAAATTATTAGGTAATTTGGTAATTGATGAATTAAAATCAGATCCAAATTCCAAATGTTCTAAATGTTCAGGTAAATAATTAATTGGTCTATTAAATTTTGTTCCCAGTACTAATTTTTTTAAATTTTTAGGTAAACCATAATCAATTGATTTATTAAATTCATAACCGAATATTAATGTTTCCACACTTTCGGGTATACATTCTGTGATATCCAAATTAAAATAACCTCCTAATTCTAAATATTTGAGATTATTGGGTAAACAATTGTATAAATCACAACAATATTTATTATTGATAATTAATTTACGCACATTTTTTGGAATACTATCACTATATTTTATAAATCGAATATCACTATCTATAGTTAAACATTTTACACTATCCGGAATATAATTGGTAATAGAATCAATATATTTACTACTAATAGTTAAATATTTTACACTATTCGGAATATAATCTTTTAAACATCCTCTAAAATAACGTCCAATTTCTAATTTATTCACTGTATTTGGTATTTTACCAAATTTATCCTGATCATAATATCTGTTAATAACTAAATGTGTTATATTTCCAGGAATATTAACAGTATAATTAGTGGAATCAATTATATATTTCATTTTACTAACGATGATATTTATTATTATTAAAATCACAATAACATGATAAATAATATTTTAATCAATTTTTATTGTGATCAAAAAAATTGACTAAAATAATTAAATATTAATAGATATTATTATTATTCAATTACCAAACATAAATGACTCAAAATACAAATTATTTCAATATATTTTTTATTCCGGTTATTATAAAAAATATTATTAGCAATGGATATTCATATATCTTAGGATTTATAAACAAACCTATCCTATCAATTGAAAATAATATTGATTATTTGCAAAATAGTTTGTGTATAAATTGTCGATATGGTAATCTAGAAAAAGTAACAGAATTAGTGAATAAAGGAGCCGATGTAAAAGCTCGAGATAATTGTGCCATTAGATGGGCTTCAGAATATGGACATATCGATGTAGTTAAATATTTGATTGATCAGGGTGCTGATATTACAGGTAGTGGTAGTTATGCTGTTGTCTCAGCTTCTAGATATGGTCATATTGAAATTGTTAAATATTTAGTAAGCCAAGGTATTGATATCAAGATTTTAAATAATTGTGCTATTAGGTCGGCCAAAAAAAATAATCACAATGATATCGTAGAATATCTCAAAACTTTTTATGATTATGATCCATTGACAAATTAATTTTTGATTATTGTATATTTTATTAATTATTCAATAATAATTAATATAATTCAATACGCTTATTATTTCTCGTTAAATAAATATTTTGGGCATGTGTATCCAAATCTTCGTCAGAAATATTATCTCCTTTTATATTAATCAGGAAATCAGCGTCATTGTCTGTAACAATATGTCTCGATACAAATTTGGCACGAAATCTATAATCGAGTTCACGTTTAATTGCCACCCTAAGTTGGCGATTATAACCACGTTCCATGAATTCTTCCATTTGGATTTAATTGATTTATTATATCAAATATAATGAATCAGTTAAAAGATAAATATTTCAAATTTTTCCTCAAGTATGCTAATATTGATTATTGTGTAATAAATTTAACAAAATCTATTACCAACCAAATGTATACATTTATACCTAGTATATTCAAAAGACGATAAAGCAATGGCATTGATACAAATATGCTGTGATGATGAATGATAGTGAGTGCTACTGTTCCATCATTTGATTTATTATTAATGTGAAAAACATAAAAAACAAATGTAATATAAATTATGAAAGCTAACAGGCAATAAATTGATATTCTTTTAATCGTTCTAGTGATAAATTGTATAATTTTCTGAGCATTGTTTTTTATAAAAGATATTTTTTCGGTTAATAGATAAATAACCACAATAGTTATCGCCAAATTTATCCAAGATTCTTTCAAAATAAGAGCCAAAGTAACATATATATATGAAGAACCATTATCAGGTATATATGAAGATATCGTTATCTGAAAAATAGAAAGTATCAAAACTAGTGATTTAATGGGTATAATATAGTCAATCCTTGTTTCATTGATCATGTCGACAATACTCGATTGTGAAGTCAACCAATATGACAACCAAAAAGAAACAATCAATAATACTACTTCCATAGTAAAAATCAGAAATTTGGAAACCACATTGTTGGTATTCATTGTTGTTTAATGAATAATATAAATGTAAATTTGAATGGAATTATTAATACATAATAATATCAATTTTTTGTGGACATAATATAATGATTATTATTTAATCATCATAGTATTATAAATCGTGATGTAATTTGATATTATAAATGCATCTAACAAAATTTATCATCAACCAAATATATATATTTATACCAAATACACAAATTAGTCGATAAATAATATTCATTAATCGATAAATTGATGGTAATGTTACTAATAGATTATAATAACGAATCATTTCAGGTGAATCAATTCCATTTGTTTCCTTATTAGATATATAAGTGATAGATCCAAAATGTAAAAAATAAATTATTGTGATCAAAAAAATGAATATTAATATTCTCGTAATTGTTTTATTAATAAACAGCATAATTTCCTGAGAATATTTTTTGATGATAGATATTTTTTCTGTTACAAAATAGATAATAATAATCATAGCAAAAATGTTTTGCCAAGATTCTATTAATATAACAATTAGCAAAATATAAATAAATGAGATATTACCAGGCACATACATATAAGATATCATTGTATGAAAAATACAAAATATAATCGTAATAAATTCAATAGGTTGAATAATATTTAACTTTATTTCACGAACCATATCCCCAATATTAAATTCTGCAAGTAACCAACGTGATATCCACAAAGACACGATCAGAAAAACTATTTCGATAGTTGAAAATAATAATTTAGAAGACATATTTTTGATATTCATTATTGGTTAACAATTTGATATAAATATATTAATCATCAGTACAAGTATTAATATATTACAATTTCAAATTTTTAATGAACGAGATAATAACTATTATATCGAATGATCAAATATATCAAACAACAAGAGGAACTATATCCAAAAATAATTATTTGAAAGAAAAAATAAATGATTCAAAAATACAATTAAATATGCCTTCTAAAAGTGTAAATATTATTTTGAATTATTTGCGTGATGGTGTATTACCTAATGATATTGTTGATGTGGAAAATGATTTGAAAATTTGTGGTATTGTTTATGATACTAATGTTAATTCAATCGATCTAGTGAGCATTAATGTAGGTGGTAAATTGTTTAGTGTTGATAAATTAATGCTACAAAAAAAATTAGAATATTTTAATAAATTTTTCCAATATAATACTAAACATTATCCAGATTATACTTCTATTTTAATAGATCGATGTTTTCATAAATTCGAAAAATTTATGGATCATCTTAAAAATCCGTGGGTGCATACACTAGATGATGAAATAAAATTGGAACTAGATTATTATATATCCAATGTTAATTTTATTATAGATGAATTTATTGATATTAATTATTTTTCACATTTTCAACTAGGATGTCATAAATATAATAACAAATCGGCTTCTTGGCAATTAATAACAAAAGATGATGTTTCAGAATTTTTAAGAGAATACAGACCGTGGCAATTTAGGGATTTTCCTTGGATCGATAATGATTATCAACGAGTTTGTGAAATCAATCATATCGCTAAATATGTTATTATTCAATTTGAGACAGATATTGATTATGAATTAGTTAAAAAAGGATGTATATTGATGGACCAAAATATATTAGATATGAGTCAATTATTATTAAAAAATGTAGCCATAATTGATTATGAAAATAATATTTTATCTATATTATATGATTCAATATTATATAATGGAAATCGTGCACATCCTTTTTATATTTTATTTCCGAATGAAATTAAAGCAAAAATAAAATCAGTTAATAGTTTTTTATACAAGGATATTAACCAATATTATGATGAATATGGTTTTATCGAATCAACTATATCAAACATTTATACAATTGATAATTTAGACAATGCATCTATTATTCAATTCAATATTAATGATATTATTGAACATAATAAAGAAAATTATCCATTAGGTTATTCAAAAAAATACCAATTACCCTGGCCTCATAAAAATATCACACTTGATCAACGTTTATATCCCAAAAAAAATTCCCAAGATGAAAATAATGACAATAATGACAATAATGAAAATGATGATGTTGAAAATGCTGATGATAAATATGATACTTTTATATTTTCCATATTAGATATTCAAAATAGGCCTGATATGATTATTTCACATTTGGAAATATTAAGTGATGACCAGATTATATGTAAATCAAAAGTTATTTTTGATGGACAAAATTATCGTATAAATAAATTGTACAATGATCATATTGGTTTGAAATATTTGTTGACTAATCATGATTTGATTACCGTTAAAATATATCTAGCAGAACCAATATCAGGAGATATACATATTAACTATACATATAATTGTTCAAAATCATCGGAGAGCAATAAATATAGTTCAGAACTTGGCAATTTTATAAGAAGATAAAAATTTGAAAATATAATTCTATGATTAGTCGATCAAACATTATCATCAATAATAACACAATCATGTGTTATTATTGTCATCATCTTCGAAACAACGTTAGCGCTCCGTCACATCGATCTGTAAATTGTCGCGATTCCAAAAACACGTGGTCAAAATCTCACAAGAGAAACAATGGTCAATCTACTCGTAGTACATCACTAGGCAGAGATAGATCACTATACGAAGGAAAACCAGGGTTTTTTATTATGTTTTGTGTAAAATGTGGACACCAATCCTACCACATTATGCACTCAAATGGCAACGAGTTAGAAAAGCCCAGATGTATGGATCATACTTGATTAAATAATAATAATGTTATTGTTTAATTAATTATGAAAAAATTGAATTAAAAACTCTATTAGAGCAAGTTTACATCAAGTGTAAAAAATAATGGAGATAAATAATCTAATTATATCATTTGCCAATATTAACAAACAATATGAAATACCTATCTCTAAAATAAACAAATTTCCAGATTCATTTTTAGCAGCATATATTCGTTTTGAAAAAAGTTATCAATATCAAGTGGAAATTTGTTCTTATGAAGAATTTAAACACGTCTACGAGTTTATGGTTAATGATAAACTGGATATATATGATTATTTTAATGAATACCATATATTTGATTATTTCGGACTAAATCGTAACATCATTAACAAATACATTAAATTAGCAAATGATAAACTTGGAAAAATAAATCAATTCGTGCATAATAATGATAACAAATACTATGTAGTTAATAATTTAGATGAATATGTCGAATACAAAAAATTATTTTCAAAAGAATCACATATTATTCCTTTTCAATACATTTATTCGACTAAAAATTTGTGTAATTCTAATAGCAATACATATTTTTTGGACACACTATTTATTGGCAATGGTGAATGTTGTGATATTGGTAATATTAATACTAAATCATTATATAAACAAAAAAGTTATATGGATTTCAAAAAACAAAATAAAGAAATGCCAAAAGGATTACCTTTCGATTGGTTGTCTAATATTAATATAGATCAAATTAAATTCTTTTATGAAAATTATGATGAAATTATTGACAATGATGATTATAGTCGTGATTCCAACTATAATATTAATGATTCCAATAATAATATTGATAATTATGATTGGATGCCGACAAATGATGCAGTGTTAGATAAATATGTAGAAAAATATCGGAATCACATTATTAATTATGATTATGTATTACCTAGCATAAAATTAAATGATTTTGAAATTAGACATAAAATATGCAATGGTGAATATTTGCCTACCATTAATCAAAATATAATTTATAATTTTGGTTCATACAAAAATGAATATGATTATCCAATTACTTGCAAATTAACAATCAACGCATATTTTGGTTTTATTAATACAAAAAATTGAAAAATATAATCATTGTAACATCTATTTATTGGATTATTATTATTAATCTAATAATACAAACAATCCAATTATAAATAACTTAATCATGAGCTCTACCCAAGAAAATCTTGATAGACTCTTTTTCTCGCTGGAAGCCATGAGCGATCAATTGTGCGATGTTCAAGAAAAGTGTAACATGTGGAATCAAATTACTGCTTCTGGTAGAAAAGAATGCACTCAATCCAAGAAAGAATTTTATTCCAATATGATTAGGTGGGTAAGCGATTCGATTGTCGTTAATGATCCTCATCACAATTAAAAATTATCTAATTTAATGGATTGATTAAATTATTTATTTAATCAATTTATTAAATAGTGATGATTGTTCCACTTATTTGTTTAATACGTTTGGTTATTGTTCCAATCTTTTTTAATTTATCCTGATGACAATTTCTATAACAACCAAACATTATATCCAAAATATTATGATTCTGCAAAATAATAATATATGCATTTTCATTATCATGAATTTTACCGGATAATATGCATCTATATGGTTTTAGTCTGGTCAAATTGATATAATTTCCATTAATATTTCCAATGGAAAATACACCAGGCGCTTCAATATTTACAAATTGAATAATTTTATCATGAATATCTCTGAAATTATCAGTATCTACATCAGATGTAATTAAGTTAATATATTTTCTAGTACTAATTATTTCTGAATATGATTTATTATTTTGTGTAATATATTTATTTATATATTTTTCTTTGATATTATTTTGATAAACGATTTGCTCTTTTTGCATTAAACTTTTTCGATAGATTCTTATTAATGAATCTTCCAAAGTGTAATTGTAACTATCAAATTTTAATTTATTTCCTCCAATTTTATAAGATCCCACCATTCTCATCGATGTGTTTTTCTTGACAATTTGTTTATCTATTACATCTTCACCCTTAATCCAAGAATATGTTTTGTTCCACATTTTGATAAATTTTTGATAAAAGAATCTAGAATAAATGATCCAATCATAAAAATATAAATTTTTGACAGTTAAGTGTTTGGATAATTTTAAAGAATTATTACATGATGACCATACAAACATTATTTTTTGTGTATCAATATCATTAAAACACTTTTCAATAACTTTATGGATTATACTTTCCACCTGTTGTTTAAAATTAATAGGTACAGTTATGCCTTCAACATATTTAATATCAAAATCAAACATTAATCTACCACCTTGTCTCATCATATCAATACCAGAATTATTTACATAATTCGAATGATCAATCAATATTTCATGACTATATTGATAATTATGCCTCTTTTTTAAAAAAGTAGAAAATTTATTAAATACAGTATAATTTCTACTCTTGCCTTTTTTGCTTGTTATCTCGTTGGCAATAATAAATGGTTTTTCAGAATTAATAGAACATGACAATGCTTGATTAATCGAATAAGCGGTTTGTATTTTCGCCATTTTAATATTTATTAATAAATAAATCAGTATGAATATTGACAATGTATTTTTCAAATTTTTATTATGGCAACATAAAAATTAATCATTGTAGATAAATATCTCAAATAATGTCAAAAGAATGTCCGAATAAAAACATTGTTTTCAAAAAAATAAATGATGAATATTATTGGGGCATATATGGAGATTCTAAAGTGATCATGAATTCAAATGGTTATATAAATGTCACCAAATTATGTAATGAAGCTACAACAAAATATGGAAATAAAAAAGAGTTCAAACATTGGAAATCAACATCCGAAACCAAGGATATTTTATATGAAGTTTCCAAAATAACAAATATACCAGAATCTAAATTATTGATCAAAGAATTAAAAAGTATTGAAAATATAGTTCGAGGTACTTATGCTCATCCAATGTTAGTAACACATATTGCATCATGGATATCTCCTAAATTTTCTATAAATGTGAGTTATTGGATAGAAGAATGGAAAAAATATTCATCAGATAATAATTTTATGTATTATCAAGAATTGTGTAATTTAAAACCATCGCAATGTAGTATGAAAGAGAAAAAAATTCAGACAAAATTACAGAAAAAATATGATGGCGAGATAGAAGTCAAAACAAAATCGGGTAATATAGATTTATTGACCGACAAATACTTGATCGAAATAAAAGATTATAAAAATTGGAAACATGCTGTTGGACAGTTGATAGTTTATTCAATATATTATACCAACAAGAAAAAATGTATGTATTTATTCAATGTCGAAAATAATAACACAAAAGAAATAAAAAAAATATGTAAAATGTATGATATTGTATTGAAAATATATGATTAATCAAAAAATATTCTGATTCTAAATCTGATTCTGATAATGAATTGAGTAATGCAGATATTAATAAGAAAATAAGTAAACAAATTGTTAAAAATGATGATGATACTGATATTAAAAATATTATATTTGAGAAAATTAATGATGAATACTATTGGGGAAAATATGGAGATTTTAAGGTAATAATGAATTTGGATGGTTATATAAATGTTACCAAATTATGCAGTGAAGCTAAAACAAAAAATGGTAAGAGAAAAGAATTCAAACAATGAAAGAGAACATCAGATGCAGATGAATTTATCGAAGAAATTTCTTCGGAGGTAGGTGTCGCCACCTCCGAACTTTTAAAAACAGTCACAACAGGAAGTAAAAAACAAACAGAAATCAGAGGTACATACGCACACCCTGATCTTGTCCCTCATATTGCATCATGGGCATCAACCAAATTTGGAGCTCGAGTTTCGAAAATAGTCAATGAATATCTTGCCAAAGAAATGTTCGAAAAACACCAAAATCTAATTAAGAGAAAAGATGATAAAATAGATAGACTTTCAAAGAAAATTGATAAACAAACAAAAACAATGCAAAAACAAAGTGAGACAATGAAAAAGCAAGATAAAAAGATTCAAAAACTCCTTTCACAAGGAAATGAAGTTCTTGGCTACGCTAAAGATACTAATCGTAAGATTAATGTTGTTGTTAATGAAAGAGTCCCTGTTAGTGATGAACCCAAAAATGAAGAATCCTTCTACATAGTTAAAAATAATGATAAAGTCAAGAAAAATAAACAAGTATATGGATATAAAGCAATTCGAATTACAAATAAATCTAAATCTGGTACCATGTCTAAATATTATAAAAATCATCCCAACGGTGAAATTATTCTAAAAATAAAATACACTCCAAATGCTAAACATCTATGGTAAAAATATAATAGTGTATTACACTATTATATTTAACCTGTTGCTTTGCAACAAGGAATACATGTAAAGAAAAAATATATATCAAAGATGAAAATATCGTAAAATATAATTACTGCAATGCAGTAACTATATTTAACCTGCCGCTTGCGGACAAGGAACCTGGTAATAATGCATTTTGTTATTTTAACTTGTGCAAAGGTTATACCGAAAAACAACTCAAAAAAGACATTATGAAAATTCACAATAAAAGACTCAAAACAGACAAAGTATAATTAAAATTATTATTAGTATTAATAATACTAATAATAATAACTTTAAATATTATTCAAGACACAATCGATATTATCACATTTTTGATTGAAGCATGACCATCCATTATTAATCATAAAATGATAATTTTCCATCATAATTCTTGAATGACGTGATCTTTTTTTCCATATTTTTTTACCTTTTTTAGAATAAATATTTATGCATTTGTGCTCCATTGTATATTCTTCTTTGTCATTAATAATAAATTTTCTATTTAATATATTATAAAGTATATTCTCGATAGAAATTTTTTTTAGGGGAATAATACAAATTCCACCATCAAAAATTTGATAATTTTCATTGAATAAACCATCAACACATAAAGTTTTAGCGTTAGTAGTAAGTGTAACTAAAATATCATCAAGGTTTATTTTTTGTTTAATGAGATCAGAGGGAATGCGTAAACACAAATAATTAACATTAAAATTTATTTTGATATTATAATCATTTGTTGTAACTAATAAATCTATTTTAATATCATTAACTGTTTCCAATAATATGAACCAATCAGATTCATCAAATATCTGTAATATATTTTTGATATATGATCTACTTAACAAAAATGTCATAAAATTTTTATTATCTGTTTGTGGATATAAAGTGTAATATTCTCTTCCGCAATATACTCTTTGACCCTCATCACGAAAACTTGCAATATTGGAGTAATTATGTTGAACATAAAAATAAATTTTTAAAAATGTTGAAAGATCATAATATAATTCACCATCTGAAATATTTATTTCCATTGTTTTGCAAGGAACATTGTCTTTAAAAAAACAATTACGTATATATTCGCCATAAATAAAATAATTACGTTCATCATCATAAAAAGTTGTATTTTGAGCAAAGTGATAAACCGTGTAAAATATAAAATCAGTCATACATCTATTCACTAAATTTCTAAATTTATCTTTAACATAATTCATAAAAATTATATTGTGTTTATTATTTGATACATATTTTTTGGCAATATTTGTGTTATTGTCTAGTATTGATTCCAATGATATCGTGGATAGATTTTTGGGAATTACATTACAATAAATTCTATTATCAATATCAATGTGCATATTTTCTCCTGATATATTTTCCGGATAACCAATAATGTCATACATTATTTTATTAATATCAACATTCCTAGATTTTTTATCCATAAAATTTTTAAGTTCATCTATAATATCATAATGTTGATAACCGTTCATATTTAGGTTTTTGGTGATATTATGCGATTAGTTTATCTGTTATTAACTTGACAGTTAGTAACAAATAATTAATTAATAATGGATGATTAATAAGAATATTTTTCAAATTTTTATGTAAATCATTAAAAAATTGAAAAATATAACTATTATCCATGATGATTATTTATGTAATAATAATAAGTGTTGTTATTAAAATAATGATTGATCTATTTTATGATGATATTATCTTATATTTGTTGCGTTTTTTGACAAATATTGATAAAATTAATCTATGTAGTATCAATAAGAAATTATCTTCATTCAGAAATAATATTGTTTTTGATGATGTTTATGATTATTATAATATAACAAAAATACCTTTTGTGAAATTTAAGGGAATTAAGTATTATATTCCCAATAATATCAAAGAAATAACTTCTGAAGAAAATTTTAACCAAGATATTATGGAATGTATTCCTAATGGTTTAACACATTTGATTTTTTGGAGAAAAATTTAACCAAGATATTAGGGAATGTATTCCTAATGGTTTAACACATTTGATTTTTTGGAAGAAATCAAAATATTAGTGGATGTATCCCAAATATAATAATTTGACCATCAGGAAATTAATCCATTATAAAAAATAATAACGAATTTAATCAGCCAATACAAGGTTTGATACCTAATAAAATCAGATATTTGGTATTAGGAAAAGAATTTTATCAGTCATTCGAAAATTGTCTTCCCATCAGTTTACGATATTTGGGAATTAGCAAAAAATGTTATTAGCGAGGATATTTATGTCGACTTTATAGATGGAGGTAGTATAAATAGTCAATTTATACTTTGATTTCAATAATTTGTGAATATATTTCATGGATATATTTAATTGACCAATTAATAATTATACAATTAAATAAAATTGATATATTTACCATATATATTAATAACCTATTAAAAAATTCTATTAACACTGATTAATGGAACCAAATAATTTATCCAAAAAGAGATATTATGATGATATTAAAGAAGTATCTGATAACGAATCATCAAAAAAATTAAAAATAGAAAATAAAAATGAACTCGATGTTATTACAACAATAACTAAACAAGATGGAACAATTATATGGTTTAAAAATCGTATAATTCATCGCGATAATGATGAACCAGCTGTGATTGGCACTAATGGAAATTTAAAATGGTATTATGAAGGTGTAATTCATCGTGATGGTGATAAACCAGCTGTTATTATGTATAATGGAGATCAAGTATGGTATCAATACGGTAAAATACACCGAAAGAATGATTTACCCGCAATTGTAGATAAAAATGGATTATTAAAATGGTATCAGTACGGTAAAATACATCGGGATGGCGATAAACCAGCAGTGATTACAAAAGATGGAACAATGACATGGTATTATTATGGTAAAATACATCGTGAAAATGATCTTCCGGCAATGATTGATTCACGTTGGAATATGTATTGGTACAAAGATAATCTAATACATCGAGATCATGATAATCCTGCTGTTGTTTGTAGTAATGGTACTTGTATTTGGTATCAAAATGGAGTTATTTTCCGCAAAAATAATAAGTCTTTTAAAACTTTAGATAAAGAATATAGTGATATAACATTAACTATTATTCATCGCAAGCATTTATATTTGAATACTTATTTCAATTCTGAAAAGAATATATATGGATATTGACAGATAAACAATGATATAATTTTTATATCATTATTTATTCAATTGGTTCAAAAAAGATTGAAAATAAATTGTATTATAGGGTCTGTTTACTAGATATAAACTAGAGCTAATATAATCACAATATCAACAAATTCATTTTGCGATAAATTACAATTAATCATGCAGATTTCCAAAATTATTGTAGTAATTTTGGTCATTAACTATATTGTTAATTGCCAAGCTCAAATGGGATCCCGAATTTATTGTTCAGGATCAGTTTCATCAGTGACTCTTTTCGAGAAATATATCAAAAGTTATGCCAATCATAATGATAATGTTCTTATTAAATATGCTGGTATGTCTGTAGATGAAATTAATGCGGATGTATATATTGCCGATTGTAGCGCATACGATAGAGCCATTCCAAAAGTTATGATGGATTTGTATGGACTAAAGCAATTTCCAATTGTTGGACAAGCTATTGTTATGATTTACAATGTTCCTGGTCTATCGACTAATCATCTAGTAATGGATAGAGAAACTCTTGGAAAAATTTGGACAGGTTCCATTAGGAAATGGAATGACATTCAAATCCAAAATCTAAATTTGGACATTGCTCATCAATTGCCCAATGAAACAATTACCTTGGGATACAATGATGCTTATTATTTGTCGATTTCGGAAATTATGCAACTAACGCTGCGTAATTTCAGCGCAGAATTTGCGGCTGCTCATACGTTGGCAGGCAATAAATTTGCCGGAATGATTCCAGCCCAAGAAGGATATGCGATTGGTATTGGTGAATCATCTGAAAGTAGAATTGAATGGGTCAACAACAATACATACAGTCTTAGTTTTGCCGATTTTGCAACTGTTTATCCGCATAACATGTCATATATGTTTATGTATAATAAAGCCGGAAATCTAGTCGAGCCTAATATTACTACTGTCCAGTCTGCTATGGCAGACTTCAAAGAGATTTATACAACAGGTGATTTTACTATTGATATTTTTGATGCTCCCGGAAATAATTCTTGGCCGATTTCATGGGTTAATTATATTTCTATGAATGGAAATTTTGAGCAAAATGATTGTTTCAGAACCAAAGAACTACTTGATTTTATTGCTTGGTTGTATACCAATAATGAAATTGCTGAAGATATTAAGCAATATCAGTATTATCCTCTTGATAATACTATTAAGAAAATCGCAATCGATAACATGTACGATGTTAAATGTAATGGTGAAATTTCTCAGAAACATCAATATCTAATTTCTTTTGGATCACCTCTTTCGATTATGGCATCTTGGCCTATTACTTGGGATTCATCCATTACTACTATCAAATATTATGATGCTTTGTCAGAACAAGCGATTGAACTACAAAAAACTTACAGTGGCGATTTTGGTATTACTATTAAGGACTTTGACAACAAATATTATTCCGAAATGGAAGATATTGGTGTAGCACACTTGGCCGCTTTTAATATTGTTCCATCATATAATATTCCTCAATTGATTAGTGCGAATGAGACAATTGTTCTTGATTATGAAACAATTGTCGATATTTATCTAGGAGCGATTACTAATTGGAATCATTCAAGAATTAGGAATTTAAATACTGCTTATATTAATAATTTGCTACCCGATAAGCCAATTATTGTTGTGATTCAAGACATTGAATCAGATACTAATGAATTATTTACCACGTTCCTGAGTGGTCAATCGGAAAAATTTAATAGTCAAGTTGGTCCTACTAATTTGCCCAAGTTATCTTATAGCGAAAATAATGTAGTATATGTCAATGATGTGTATGGTGTCGGAAATACTCTTGTTGCGACTGATTATTCATTTGCATTTTGGTCTGAACCAGGTATTAGAATGCTTTCGCATATGTCAATTGTTCAACCTGCTAGTATTAAAACTCAAACTGGTAACATTATTAAGCCAACTTTTGAAGCACTTACACAAGCCATTAATGATAAAGTTAATGGTATGCAAAAGAGAAACGTTGATGCTTGGCCATTAATCGCAGAAATTTCTCTGGTATATCGTCAAGAAACCATGCAATCTTATTCTAAGGCTTCAGCACTGGCAGATTTTATTTATTGGACTCAATTTAATGAAATGGCGGCGAGTATTGCTGATACGCAAGGATATTATGTTGCTAGTACTCATCCTTATTATTTGAAAAATAATTTGGAACTTTTGAAATCATTTACTTTTAATGGTCAACAAGTAAGCCAATATGCTAATTGTATTAATGATGGTACTATTTGCAGTGATAAAGGATCTTGTACCAATAATGTTTGCTTGTGCGATAAAGATAGAACTGGAGATTACTGTGAATATATTGTATCAGAATCTGAAGATAATACCCTAACTATTGTACTTGCTGTTATTATTCCGATTTCATTTTTGATTATTATTATCGCAACAATCGCTATTATTATTGCTGTTATTATTTCAAGATTTACTAGAACTGTTGAAGATGACTGGGAAATTGATTTTTCTGAACTAGAAATTATTGAACAAATTGGTTCTGGTGGAAATGGAACTGTTCATAAAGCAAGTTGGAAAGGAACCGAAGTGGCTGTCAAGTTAATGATTACTCAAATTATTACGAAAGATGCCGAAAAATCATTCAAGGATGAAGTCAGAATCATGAAAAGCTTGAGACATCCTAATGTTGTATTGTTTATGGCAGCATCCACACGCCCTCCCAAGATGTGTATTGTAATGGAATTTATGTCACTGGGAAGTCTATGTGAAATTCTCGAGAATGAGTTAATTCCGGAAATTCCTTTTGCCCTCAAACTAAAGATTGCTTATCAAGCTTCCAAGGGAATGCATTTTCTACATTCGTCTGGTATTGTTCATCGTGATCTCAAGTCACTTAATTTGTTGTTGGATTCCAAGTGGAATGTCAAAGTTAGTGATTTTGGTTTGACCAAGTTCAAATCTGATATGGATAAAAACAAATCCGAAAAACAACTTAACTGTAGCATTCATTGGACAGCTCCTGAAATCCTTAACGATTCATCCAATGTTGATTATATTTTGGCTGATGTCTATTCGTTTGGCATCATTCTCTGGGAATTGTTTACTCGTTCCAAGCCATATCTAGGTATGTCTCCTGCCGCGATTGCAGTTGCCGTTATTCGTGATAATATCAGACCCACTATCACAAGCGAATTGTTGGAATCTCCTGAATATCTTGATTTAATTAGAAATTGCTGGCACAGTGATCCTATTATTAGACCAACATTCCTTGAAATTATGACTAGATTATCTAATATGTCTGATGATTCTGGTATGTTCACTGGTACTTCTTCTTCTAGCTATTCCAGTAACAACAACAGTTATAAAAACAAAAATATATTCAACACAGGTCCTAGCGAAGTTAGTTCAACCTCTGCATCTGAAATGTCACATAGAACCATCAAATTTGGTAACAATGTTAATCATCCTACAGGTAACGTAACCATCGTATTTACTGATATCACATCCGCAGTTCAACTCTGGGAACACAGTGCTTTTGCTATGAAAGATGCTGTTAATATTCATAATGAAATTATTCGTGACTTGATCGAAAAGTACAAAGGTTATGAAAGTATTATTTCCCGAGAACGCAATACTGGTGAAGGATCATTTTGTGTTATTTTTTCTGATACTAAGAATGCTATTGAATTCGCGATAAATATTCAAACAAACATGCTTCGGGCTGATTGGCCAGAAAAATTATTGGAACATCCTTCTGCTTGTGAAGAACTAGATCACAATGACGCAATTATTTATCGTGGTCCCAGAGTCAGAATTGGTATTAATTCAGGACCAGTTAAAGTTGTTCAAGATAATGTTGTCAACAGATATTATTATACGGGACCATCGATTAATATTGTGAAAGAAATTACATTGACGACACATGGAGGTCAAATTTTAATTTCTGATCCTGTTCGCCAATACATTGGTGATGCTTACAAAGTCAAAACGCTGACTGGTACTAACGTTATGGATGACAATGGTTTTGTTAACTTGTATGATCTAGAAATTCCTGGTTTGGAAAGCCGTTTCTTTGGCGGTGCTGCTATTGATCATGATAATTCTTATGCGGATAGATCAGACAAGTTAGTGGTTCACTCACATCTTAATAAAGAAGATGATTTCCTAACATCAGCTAATATGTGTCCATACATTATTAATTACAATGAAATTAGTGTTGATACTAGCAATCAATTGGGAGTTGGATCTTATGGAATTGTTTACAAAGGAAATTGGAAGGGAGTTAGTGTAGCCATCAAGAAATTCATCAAGCAAAAACTTCCCGAAAAAGAAATGTTGGAACTTCGTCAAGAATCTTCATTATTGTGCGGGCTTGATCATCAGAATATTGTTTTCATGGTAGGAATTTGCATTAATAAACCTAATATTTGTATTGTGACTGAATACATTAAAAACGGAAACTTGCGTCAGGTTCTTGAAAATCGTACTATTAAAATTACTTGGAAGCAGAAATTAGAAATGCTCAATGGTATTGCTCAGGGAATTAATTATCTGCACACTTCTGATCCTGTTATTATTCATAGAGACATTAAACCATCAAACCTGCTAGTTGATGAGAATTATGTTATCAAAATTACCGATTTTGGTTTTGCTACAGTCAAACAGGAAAATACAAGAATGACACATTGTGGTACTCCTTGCTGGACAGCTCCTGAAATTCTTCGTGGTGAAACATATGATGAGAAAGTTGATATTTATTCATTTGGTATTGTTATGTGGGAAATCTTGACTGGTCTTAGGCCTTATTCTGGATGTAATTTTATGCAAGTAAGTTTGGATGTTCTAGACGGAACCCGTCCGCAAATTCCAAATGATTGTCCAGCTGAATACAAAAAGTTGATGAAAAAGTGCTGGGATACTGATCCTAAGAAACGTCCCAGCGCACAAGATATCATTATCAAATTATCTGGTTTAATCGGTAATTCTCATGTGTAAAACATTTTGTTATTAATAAATTTAATTTATTGATAGTAAAAAAATATAATTATCGTATTATTCAATTCTATCTATTGTGGTAAAAAATTGAAAAAAAAATATTATGACAATTTTATTATTCATTAACATAATCAATAACAAAATGTTGGAAACATTTATTTCTCAAAATCCTAGTTATAACTTTTTACATTATCTAAATAGAGGCGATAATGGTACTAAACACAACTTAACTAATCAACTTATTTCTTTGGAAAATAAATGGAATGTACCTTGTTCCGCCATATATTTATTTACCAAGATGTTTGATAATAAGGTTTGGGAGATTCCAACCAATGAATTATGTGAAGGCCTTATTCGTTTATTTAGAAGTTTGCGCATTAATAAAATTAATGAATTGGCTGCAGGAAATGGTTTGTTATCTGCCAGATTAAATTTTTTTTCCAATAAAATGAATCATGATTTACAAATTTCTACATCAGATGGAACATCAAAAGTATTTGGTAGTCATAATTTTACTTACACAAAAGTAAATGATTCTAATGTTTATGATTATAATAAATCTGAACCTATTATTATTAGCTGGATTCACAGCTTATTTGAAAAAGAATTGTTGTATAGTGTTAAAAAATATAGACAAGATTATATATTTTTGGTAGGAGAACATCCCGATGAAGACAGTTATGGAAGTAACCATACGCATTTATTTCATAACGAAATGTTATCATATGGATATGATTTTATTATCTTACCATTTAAACAAATATCACAAATGGATTATTTTAAGCATGATAAAATCAAAACCAATATTTATCATGACAATAGGACTTGTACCACATTTTATTATAGAAATGATAAAAAAACTGCTATTACAAAGATTATTAAATCTTTGAGAAAGAATCATAGTAATTTATTTGGAAATTATCTTGCAAAAAATAAAGAATATCATCATCAAGATAGTCAATTAGTTCCAATTTCAGACGAAATTGTCAATTCATATATCGAAAAAAATTATGCCAATTTAGAACCTATTTATGTTTTTGGATTAAAAAATTATTTGGCACAAAAATTTAAACATTTTAAACATGATTTGGTTGAAGAATATAAAGAATTTGGATGTAATAATGAACAAATTATACATCAAGTAGGCTTATATAGATATAATTTTAGTAATGTATTTGGATCATTTACATGTATGACATTCAAAACATATTCAATGGAGCCTATTTGGGATGTTAGTTTAGAAAATAGAATAACTACCAAAATGGTTCAAGCAAAATTTCATAATAATGCTTATTAATTTTAGTTAAAATTTTAATTAAAATTAATAATGCCTGTTATTAATAATGTTTGATGTTGATAATTGTTTCTTTAAACAATTTTACTTCAAAAATACTTTCAGAAAGAACATCTACTAGATCAGAATCTTCAATTGCAGCCAAAAATATCGCATCAGATTTATTAGAATAAATAGTACGACATTTTTTTCTAATAAATTCAATTGATTTTTTGATTGCTTGATTTTTATTGGTAGCCTTAATAATTATTTCAAGTTTATGAATATCATTTTTTGATTTAATATCATAAATAATATGATGACCAAATGTTATTTCAACTTTATAAATATTCAAACGATTATCAGATTCTGTATCAATAGTATCCACTAACAAATTATCATTCACACTTGAATCTGATTTAGTGTTAGATTTACCAAATCCAAAATATCCAATAAAATTTTTTATCAATCCAATGATATAATAATCATTATTAACAACAGTAGAACTAATAATACCATCATTATTAATAACATTACCATTATATATCACACTACCACCACCTGTTGTGACAATACTTCCACCTGTAGCCACAATATTAGTTCCATTAGTGGAATACATAATGTTTGTAATGCTATTTAAATTATAAATAGATATATATCCAATGTTTATTGATAAACAGTTTCTATCTGTTTATTTTTCAATTTTTATTGGTAAAAATAATATAATAATAAAATTGAAAAATAATTATCATTTAAGTCATAATATTCTATCACTTATTAATGGCAAAATATACTCTCATAAAAGATTCATATGTAAATATTATCATAGAATCAGATAATTATACCATGACAAAATTTTTTGATATACATATTATGTATGATAATGTGCATGAAAATAAATTTTATCAGAAAATAGCTTTTCCTATTAATCAAAATAATCTAGTTACAAATATACCAATAGATTCTTCAATATATTGTATCGAGATTGAAACTGGATTTTTAAAAATTACCAGACATACATTCACTGTTTTTACTCAAGTTGTTGATTTAAATATAAAATTCAAAAATGGTAAAAAATATCCTAGAATATCAATTAATGATAAATTAGCAGATACCAAGGAAGAAATTTCAAAATGTGTGTTAATGTAAATTTGATACGTCTAATAATTAAATTGAGTAACAAATCCACTCTTAATGTTTTTTATTTTAATATATATTATTAGAAATGTCAAACAATTGTGGTTGTTCGAGCTGTGTCAAAATTTGTTGTCCCAAGCCTGTTTGTTGTCCTAAGCCCGTTTGTTGTACGGAAACAATTTGTTGCACCAAAACAATTTGTTGTCCCAAGCCCAAATGTTGCCCTAAGCCTGTTTGTTGCCCTAAACCTGTTTGTTGTCCTAAACCCAAGTGTTATCCTAAACCCAAGTGTTGTCCTTGTGAACCCAAACCTAAATGTTGTTGTGAAGAATGCGAACCTGTTTTTATTAGTTGTCGCAAGAAATGCGAACCGATTGTTTATAAATGTTATGAAGTATGTGAACCTGTTTGTGAAAGAAAATGTTGTCCTTCAGTTTCAGTCAAGATAAGTATATGTTAGGATAAATTTATTATCTGATCATATTAAAAATTGAAAATATTATTATTATAAATATTTATAACAATAATATTATTTTAATACTCATTTCATAACACATTTTGATAACACAATGAGTAATCAAGATATTGCAAATATTATTTTTATTGGAATAGGTTTAGTAGGAACTACCATTGGATTACTCGGTGCCAAAGCATATATAATATATAAAGAAAAAAGAGGTTATTTTGATAAAAGTTCATCTTTATCAATTGGACTAATTGGAGGAATTATTGGAGCTCTTAGTGCGTATGCTATAACAACATGTATAGTTACTGGCATAGGCGCATTTATGTGTATCAGAGGTATTTATTATGGTGTGCATAATTTAATAAATAAATATTGATAAAATTTTAATTTAATACGTTATTAATATTTTTAGTTAAATAATCCATTAATCACATAATGAAAAAATTTAATAATAATTATAAAAATAGATCATATATTCATCATAAACCAGATACAATTAAAAAACGATATAAATACAAGTATGATAATCATAGTAAAAACTCAAATCATTTGATTAATTTAAATAATAATGATAGTGCTTCATTTTTAACTCCAAATGGATGGATATTTGAAATTTCTCCTACATTGGATGAAACTATTTCATTGAATGAAAAAAAATTTAGTTATCATAATGCAAAATATACTAATATATGTTTTTTAACTAAGTATAAAAATTTTTATACAACGAAACATGAAAATAAGCGACCAGTTAATGTTTTTTTGAGAAACAAAATAAATTATCATGAATGTGATACATATGGAAGAACACATTTAATGTGTATTTGTATGCATTCATTTGGAGATAACAAATTACCAATGGTAAAATTATTATTGAAACAAGGCACTAGTGTTAATATTTGTGATGCATATGGTGATACAGCTCTGAAATATGCTTTAAATTATGCTGGAAATATCGAGATAATAAAATTACTTATGAAACATACTACAAGTTATCATTTAAACAAAGTATTATTATTATGGTCTGAAACTAGCTATTTACCCGATATTAGAATTGCAGAAATTTTATTAAATTATGGTGCATCTATTAATGTTAGTTGTAATAGATTAAATATATTGCATAATATTTTGAAAAATAAAAATTATGATAATATAATTGATATAGTACATTTTCTATTGATGAATGGTATCTCTCTGGAAAAATATTCATCTAAAAATTTTTCAGATATATTTATTTGTTGGTCTGAATATAATGTAAAACAATACACATTATTTGATCATGCTTTAATGAGATATTATAATAATAATGATAAAAAATTAATATCTTTATTATTAAATTATGGATGCGATTATGAATCGACTACTTTTAATATGGTGCCAGATGATTATATCACAAATATAATTAACACAATCAAATATTCAAAATCTTTTTTTAAAATAAATAAAAACTTGATAAAAGAATCTTATTACCAAATGATTTATAATCCAGGCAATTTGAGATCTAAGATTGTGGAAATAAATTGGAATTTATGTAATTGTGCAGAAAAAAATATCTATATCAATTGTGATGCGGATATTTTAAAATATTTTAGTATTAATGATATGGAAAAATTGGAAAAAGTAATATTAGAAACATCTGATTGTATCAATAATGATTTATAAACACAATAAAATATTATTGAAAAATTTGATATTTAAATATATTAATAAACTCATACATTTAAATATATCAATATACATCAACAAACATGTATACCAATACTAGATTTATTCTAACTGTTATCATCCTGTTTGTTGTAGGAGTTAATGCTATCCATGAAGAAGCACAAACATATACAATTGGATATAAAAAATTAGTATGCAATAGTCGTGGTACACAACAATTTGAAGTTGTAGCAACAATTCTCATTCCTGATAACGTTGTTATGACTCGCGTACAAGATTCAAAATATTATAGCCATGTAGAAGCTGATTTTGCATATGTTGGTAATATAAAAGTCGCTCAAAAACATATTGGCAGTTTTTTCACTGCGTACAATATTCCTCATGAATTGCTTAATGAATATGTGTGTACTACAGGTTCAAAAATTATAGCGCCAAATCAACTCGTTCATAATATTGATTTTTATTTAAATATGGATGATGTACTTGATATTAATTTATTGGAAGACAATGATCAATTGTCTATCGAAACTCTTGAAAGAAGGGAAATTGCATTGGCTTTCTCACTATTGGATATTCATGAAATAATTAATAAAAATGATTATGATTCTGAACATGAAAATGCGTTAAAATATCTAGCAGCCGAATGTAAAGGTAATTTATTTGGCGTAACAAGACTTTTAAATAAATTGGAAATTGAAAGAGATGGACTTGTTATTTCTTTGGTTAATTCAGCGTTTAAGAGTAAAATTAAGTCAAAAAATATTGATTTTTAAATATCTCATTAATTAATTAATTTATTCATACTTATATTTATAAATATAAGTATGAATAAATTAATAAAAAAAATAAAAAATATAGATAATAAAGATGATCTTATTACTCTTTCAGAAGTAATACAAGACAAAAAACGGGAATTAAAATCACAAAAATATATATCATCATTTATTCCTAAAATATTCAAAAAACATATTGATGAATTATATATTGAAATTGATCATGATATTGAATATCCTTATATAACTAAAACAGGAACTATTCAATTTAAAAATGGAAGTATGTTACAAGTTGAATATGGTACTCAGTTACATAACAATGATCCAGAAAGTGAAGAATCTATTGTGTTTGATAATGGTAATGAAAAATATAAAATAACATTTCAAATTAAATTTGTTTATAGGGATAATGATAAATACATATTTAATAAAGAATCATTAAAAATATTAGATTGTTTAGGATTAGATGATACTATTTATAATAAAAATATGTTGGCCATATTAATAAATAATTTATATTCAAAAACAACAGATGATAAATCACAAATAATAACAAGTGATATAATTAAAACTAAAAATATTATCACAAATTTAGAAAAATCAAATGTAGTTATTTTCAAAAACAATAGCAAAAAAGATATTATATACCAAAAATAATGTTACTTTGTCTCCAAAAAACAGGTTAGATAGAATATAATACCTTCTTGATTAACTCATTTAACTTTTAGAAATGATTCATATCAAAAAATTTATTACACTTTAAAATTGAAATAAACAATATATTGGACATGTCTTTTAATATTGTTGGAAGTATCTAAATTGAATTATTAATAAAATGATCGGTTATGAAATGATAATAATTATTGGAATGAGTATATTAATTATATATTTGGTTTATATCATTAAACAAAAGACATTGTTTGTTTCTAATAATATCAAAATAGTAATCTTTGTACCCGAAGAATATGCCGATATTGTTAGAAAAATTATTGGAGAAGCAGGAGCAGGACATATTGATATGTATGATCATTGTAGTTTTTCTATGAATGGAATTGGACGCTATCGATCTCTGGCTGGATCAAATCCAACTATTGGAGAAATTGGGCAATTTTCATCATCGACAGAAATAAGAATTGAAACAATTTGTCCCGCTAATAAAGTGAAACAAATTATTTCAGAAGCAAAAAAAATTCATCCATATGAAACCATGGGATACGACTTATATCCACTATTAGAAATTAGTTAAATATATTAATAAATACTATTAATATATTTAGTTATGATTTGGTTTAATCAATCATAAAATTCTAGATAAATTAATCGACTTCATTCATTGATGAGTAAAAATCATCATCTAAAACTGATTCATTATCTGAAGTTGATTCATTATCTAAAGTTATTTTACCACCAAAAGTCAATCCTGTAATTGGAACAAGTCTATCAGTCCAAGTAAAATCAGAATCATCCACTGAACTAAAAAAAAAATCATGAGTAAATAAATTTTTTTTCTCCATTATTTCATCTATCGAATGAGAACATTTAACTCTATTTTTCTTGTCAGATTTCATAGACATAAATATTTCTTTCTCAACATTAGTTAAATATTTATATGCATCTCTTAAACATGAATCTTCCTCAATATATTTTTCTTCGAGTTGCTTTTTAGAATATTCAGCCATATATTTTGATTCTAGATCATCATTAGGATTTTCAGTGATTGGTTTAGAATCAATAGGATGTTCTGATTCTAGATTATTATTTTCCTTAATTTCATCTTTTTCTGGATTTTCAAGAAGATAATTCATAAGATTGGTAAAATCCTTGTTATTAAATGAATCTGATATACTATTTAGTTTAGTTTCCAATTCAAATTTGTCCACAAGATTCTTAAGTTTGGGTTACTAACTAATATCTTATTTCTTTATATTTATTGATACTTTTATTTTTCTCAAATAACACTACACCATATAAAAACTATTATTTATTATTTTTATATCTATTTTATAAATAGATCTAAAAATATCTTATTTAACACTAATTATGATTTATGGTATACATTAAAAACCGTATACCAATCCATTATCCAAACAAAAATTGTGGACTACCCAATTGGGTTCCTTCTATTAACAATTATTATGATTGTCTTAATACAAATAGTTGGTTTGATATGAATATTTGTAAAAATCCCAATAAATCTTCTGTTAAACGTCATCTTATAGATGCTCCCATTGTTCCTAATGAATCTTATAAACAACAAATGAAATCCATTAAACGTTGCAAATCTAACAAAGAACCTGTTTTCATTTATACCAGAAAGATTAGAATTTATCCTACGGATGATCAAAAATGCATTTTAGAAGAATGGTTTTGGGCTGCTACTAGAATGTATAATATTACAGTTAAATATATTCGAGATTTTTTGTTTAAAGACCATAAACTCACTTGTCCTTTTGCATCTAAAGATATATTAATTAATTTTCCTTTTAGAACTGTTTTAAAGGAAGACAGGGACAAACTTATGAAGTCAATGAAAAATCCCATTGTGGGTCATCTTTTGGATGAAATCATAGCACAAGTTGTTTCTAACTATAAAGCAGCCATTTCCAATATACTTGTTGGTAATATTAAAAAATTTAAAATTTCGACTTGGAAATATATCAGAGAAAAATATATTCTTAAAATAGAAAAAAATTTGTTTTCGAATGGAACATTTTGTTCAAGAACGTTCAAAGAATTAAAATCATCAGAACCCTTAATCAATATCCAACACACTTGTACTTTACAATATAACAGAGATATTGGAAAATATATCTTACTAGTTCCTACCCACAAAGAAACCAAATCATACGTCACCAATGATTTAGATTGCGGAATTGACCTAGGAGTGAGGACATTTGCCACTGTTTATTCTAGAAACAATGTCGTTACTATTGGAAACAAATTCAAGAAAATTGATTCATGTCATAAGAAAATAGATAAAATAAATGAGTTACTTGATTCAGACAATAATAAGTGTAAATTAAGAAAAGCCAAAAGAAAATATTATCGTCGAATAAAAGATATTATTACCGATATGCACTATAAATCGGCTTACTATTTGGTTACTAATTACGATAATATACACATTGGTAAATTAAGTACCAAAGGAATTCTTTCTAAGAATAACAAGAAAATATCCCGACATACAAAACGTATGGTTGGTGTATTAAGTCCATATTTATTTAGGCAAAGATTAAACCATATGGCACATAAATATGGAGCTACCGTTTTTGAAGTGAATGAATATCTAACCACAAAAACATGTTCTAATTGTGGAAAAATAAATGAACTGGAAGCCAAAAAAGTTCATAAATGCAAATGTGGAATGAAAACAGATCGAGATGTTAATGCAGCAAAAAATATTCTCAAAGTAGGATATCAGTATAACAGTACTCTGCACCAAGTTAACGATATAGATATTATTGAAACAGACAATCATATAGTTACTTTTAATAAAGTGATTAAAGAATATGAAGTTTTCGAAGTATAAAAAATATCATAGGCAAATTCCGCTAGAGCCTTAAATGAAATTATTAGGATATTGAATTAAATTCTATGGGATTCAATTTAAATATTCTTGACCAATAATTCTATTGGAATAATTTTAATGGATCACTTTAAAAAAAATTGATATTTTCTTTTAAATATCAATAAATATAAAGTTTTCTAAAGCGGATCATGTGAATTTATACTCATTATAAAATAAAATGATAATATATTAGATTTTTATCAATCTAATATATCATACAAAAATTATGGATTGATTCGGGATTTAATATATCAATTTTTTTCACACAAAAAAAAATTGAAAAATAAACCATTAAAAAGTTTCATTCATAGTTATCATTTTATATTATAGTTAATATAACTACAAGATTTAATAAAACATCAACATCAACATCAAGATCAACATCAAGATCATGTCCAAGATTGAGAACATGGATTTTCTTTCGGAGAAGTTGATGGCTTCCCTCAAGTCTCGTCAGACCTCTCGCAAGTTTGAAAGGATTACCAAGAGATCCAAGAACACCAAGTCTCGCATTCTGAGCGAGCGTGAAGAGGCAAAACTTCTCTCCAGAGAAAGAAAGCATTCGCAAAAGCTCTCCAAAAAGAGCGTTAAGAAGCTTCACTCTTTGAAGGTAACCCAAAAGATGAGTGAAAGGATCGATTCTGAAGCCATCAACTCTTCATTGAAAGATGATGATGTGGTTTTCAATCCTGAAGAAGAGTGGATTTTCGATCTTGACGATCACACTGAAACATCCGAACCCGAAACCACATCATCGAGTGTCCCGTGCGGATCTGGATGGGTTTGTGATGAATGGTCAGGAGGATATTTTTGGGTTGAATTTTATTCAGCCAAACCTGAATTTGATCCTAATTCATCAGGAAGATGGTTCGAGGATGAGTGGGATCGCGGATACTATTTTCAAACTATTTAAAATAAGTGTATAATTCATATACACTCATTTTAATCAAGCAAAATAATTCATATTCATTTGTTTTAATCAAGCAAAATAATTCATATTCATTTGTTTTAATCAAGCAAAATAATTCATATTCATTTGTTTTAATCAAGCAAAATAATCATAAAAAAAATTGAAAATTAATTATATTGGTCACTCCTACAATGTTTTATTTATATATCAGACACTGTTGTGTTTAATTATATTAATATGAATATTATGGATAGTAATTACGATGATGTCAATATTGTTGATGCATTTGATGATTATATGATTTGTCACATCACAGGTTTTCTTGATGACAAATCCAAAAGACTATTTTTGTCCGTAAATCATTTATTCAATGATTTACAATCGGATATTTATTATTACGAATTGTACGATTATGAAACGATTGGACATTTGTCTTACTATAATAGTTTCAAACAAGTAAAGTATATTGCTCGTGATTCATTTATTCCGAAAGGAGTAACTAATTTGATATTCCAGAATTATGTCCCCGATATTACTATCGGATCAATTCCTGACAGTGTCAAAGAAATTACTTTTGATGACGGATTTAACAAACCAATCCAAAAAGAATATTTTCCGAGTGGTTTAAGATATTTAAAATTTGGACAAGCTTTTAGCCAAATCATCAAAGATAATCTTCCTGACAATTTGGAAACTCTAATTATGGGTTTTGAATTTGAACAATCTATTCAAGGTGCTCTTCCGTCGACTTTAAAAAACCTAGAATTGCATAATACTAATGATATTAGTGATTGTTTTCCCAGTGGATTAGAAAATTTGGTAATAAATCACCATAATCTGAATGGTGATATTTGCAAACATCTACCGGTTGGACTCAAAAGTTTGACAATTAATTCTAACAATTATGTTGAAATTTCAGGAAAGCTACCTGAAACCCTTGAATATTTGAATCTGAGGCTACTACAATCACAACTTCGCGAAAATATTATTCCACCAAACGTAAAACATTTGGTACTAGGTGGACCATATAACAATAATATCATAAAATATATTCCCGAGTCTGTCATCAAACTAGAATTATTGAGCGATGATTCTTTTGACATATCTGGACTTTCACCATCGATTGAGTATCTTAGGCTGTCAAATGAATTTAATGAAGATATTGATGGACGCATTCCTGCTAATCTCAAAGAGTTAATTTTAGGATATAGTTTTAATTCCAGTGTAAAAAATGCTCTTCCGAAGGGTTTGAAACGTATTACTTTTGGACATTTGTTTAATCAGGAAATATGTGCTGAAGACATGTCGGAGAGTCTCGAATATATAAAATTCGGTGATAATTTCAATCAAAATATGAATAACCGTTTGACCAAGTTAACTAATCTAACTAGTTTGATTTTTGGTGATAACTTTGACAAAGATATCCAAGGATTGCCCAAGTCACTAACTCACTTAGAATTTGGTAGGAAGTTCAATAGGAGAATTTTGAACTTGATTCCTGATAGGGTAACACATTTGACTCTAGGAAAATGTTATAGTCAAAAAATACAAGGAGCCATTCCTAATAGTGTCACTCATTTGTCCATTAACAAGAAGTTTTACGAGAGAAACAAACAACATATTAAGTCTGATATTAATATTACGTTGACTTATTAAAAATTTAATATTATTATTGTTTTAAAAAAATGATAATAATATGAATTTATTATAATGGGCTCAAATGTGTCACGACCAAAAAAAATAGATTTAGATAAATACAAACATAAAGAATATCTTCCAGATGGTCGTATTAAAGTAAAACGTCATAATATCTGTATGACAAGATGTTGTCGTGGATGTTGGAATCCAGATTGTTATTGTGGAGAATTAGGATATATTAATGAAGAAGATCAAGTAAATAATTATTTTATTGTTGATCAATCGGGAAAAATTGAAAAATGAATGTGTGCGATAAAATTAAAATTTGATTTATTTTAACTTTATCAACATATTTTATCATTAAAATACTATTTTAATGGATAAAATAAAATTAATTTTGACAGACAACAAATTTAGTGTCGAAATATTTGTAAATAAAAATGATTTAGCTGATAAATCTGGATATTTTTATAATTTATTGAACAAATATTCATCATCCTGTCAAAATAAAACCATATTTGTACCAAATTCATTGGCATCTAAAAATATAATAGAAAATTTATTGGAATTAAACTCGAGTTCGAAAACTAATTATGATTTTAAATATGATTTAAAATATATTTTGGAATTAATTAAATGTTATGATTATTTTTCTATTGATATTAATCTAAAAAAATTTAATTTATCTGGTATTAAACACAATGAATTTGATATTTTATTGGATGTTATTGATATAGTCGGATATAATGATTACAATATTAAATTAATTCTTAAAAATTTACCAAATGATTATGATTTATCTAAATTTCCACACGATCTATTAAAAAAAATGTATGAAATAGCTTCTTCATATATGATGATAATAAGTCATAATTGCACCATTTATTTTTTCGATGGAAATAACGGAGATCTAATAAAAACATGGTATGATCCAACAATAAATCATCATAAACATATTATAGAGGAAAAATATGGCGATTACTATGAATATCGTGATTATATGTGGATCGATATTAAAAATTATGAGATAAATATCAAAAAAATTTTACCAATTACAAAAAATAAGATTATATATATGATAAAATCTTCCAACAATTTAAGTTTATCAGTTTCACAAACAAATTTGTTTAATATCAAATCAGAAAAACTAACGAATAATTTTGATGAATATGATTATGCATCATATTCACCAGTTCATTATAATTTAGCATTTATTAAGCCAACAATAATAAAAAATGAATCAAGTATTATTGATAATTATGAAAAAATAGAAATTTATTCGTTGAATGGAGATTTAAAAATGAAAATTCCAATAATTAAGCCACAAAAATTAATAAAACAATTACCATTAAGAAATCCTCCCGAAGGAAAAAATGCACGAGATTATCCCAAATTATTTCATAGTATAATTAATTATTCTCCCAATGGAAAATATATAGCTTGTACAAATTATATAAGTCAAAAAAATTATAGCATTATGATTATCGATTATAATACTGGATATATTGTTAACGAATTTTTTTATGAATATAATATTTCATCTTTTTGTTTTTCGCCAAATAGTGATAAAATAATTATTACGTATCATAATAAAAAAAGTTATGTGGATTTGTTAAATATAATAACATCTGAAATATTAGATAAAATAGTTGCATTAGATGAATATATTTTTAAAATTATTTTTTTAAACAATATGAAATTTATAACAATGACAAATAATTTCCAATCCGAACACAATGAATATTCACATGATTTATTTTTATGTGATATACAAAATAAAACTCAAAAACTTATTTATACATTTATTGACGAAAAAGATACATATTATTGTCCAGTTAAAAAACATTTAATTATATTAGAAAAATCTGGATTGATTATTATTAACCCAATATCCAGCAAAATAAAAAAAATAAATGTTTGTAGTGTAATAAATCAATATATTTCTCAAAATTTTCACCAAGATATTAGAAAGATTGGATATTTTGATTATTCTGTGGCAATAACACCAAATTATCATGATATTTCAAAAAAATTAAAAAAATATTTGAAAAAAATTGAAAAATAATATACTAAGAATCCTCACTTATTAATTTATCCAAGTATAACTCCAAAATGAGAAGAAATTCACCCCAACGCTTTTATAATCTCGGAACTCATTTTACAGGAAGACCTATTACTGGTTACAAATTAGTCATGTGTTCACCCAACAATGGAGGAAGTTTCAATTTTCTTAGTCAACCTATACCCGCACTCGCAACTGTAAAAATTCCTTCATTGAGCCGTGTAGTAACTCTTAATAATCCTAAAATTGAAGGTCATGTTAGAACATCAGAAATTTATATTGAACAAATAGAAAAATTTGATGGAACTATCATTGATGATGATTATATATGTTATCATCCAGCGTTTCCTCTTTACCAGGTTGGTTACAAAGCTGGTCTTACTATCAAGTCAGAAAGTTTGGATACTAATTATAATAATGTTGATAAACTAACCGATCATGATGGTATTGATCTTTTTTTGATTAATAAAGAATACCTATTTAAAATAAATAGGGGTGAGATTGAACTTGATCATTAAAGAAGATTTAATTAATCTTGGTCATTAATTTTGATCATTAAAATTAATGACCAAGATTAATAAAAAAATTTGAAAAATGATATACTTGATATCCATATATTCATTTATATAACTATAATTCAAAAATGAGAAGAAATTCACCTCAACATTTTTATAATCCTGGAGTTCATTATACAGAAAATCCTCTCACTGGATATAAATTAATGATGTGTTCACTTAGTAACGGAGGTAATTATAAATTTACTGAAGAACCATTTTTTGCATTGGCAACTGTAAAAATTACTTCATTGGCCCGTGTAGTAACTCTTAATAATTCTAAAATTGAAGGTCATGTTAGAACGTCAGAAATTTATGTTGAACAAATAGAAAAATTTGATGGAACTATTATTGATGATACTTATACATGCTTTCATCCAGCTTTTCCTTTTGATACTAGTGATTATAAAATCGGAAGTAGTATTAGACCGACAAGGGATTTAGATATCAATTGCAATAATATTGATAAATTAACCGATCATAATGGTATTAATCTTTTTTTGGTTAATAAAGAAGATTTAATCGAAGCAAGTAAAATAATTAGTTAATATTTGTTTTAATTATTAAAATAAAGTAAATGAATTAAAATACCAAAATCAAATATTGAAAAAAGATTTAGAAATTACAAATCTAAAACAAATTAAAAAAAATTGAAAAAAAATAATTATCATATATAATCAATCAAGTAGTTTATTTAAATTAGCTTAAATGACCTATCAAGTAGTATCACGGGAGCTATTAGATGATATATTTAAAAATAATGATACAATTATTTTTCGTAATTTATTAAAGTCTAAATTATATGATTATGATATCGCTAATATTGTTAATTATTGTTCCAAATATAATAATTTAAATTTATGTGATGATTTATGTGATATTTTATTCGATGAACTTCAAAATATGAATCCTAATTTATCATCTCATGCATTAAATGTATGTTTAGAAACGTCAAATATTAATTTAATACAGCGTGTCATTGATCAACACCCTATGAATTGTGAGCAATATTCCAAATTATTTATACAAGCGTGTTGGCGTGGTACTTCTGAAACTTTAGCATTATTTTTGAATTATGGTGCTGATATAAACCATGATCATGGTTATGCATTTGTTCGTGCATGCGCATCAGGATGTGAAGATGTTTGTAAATTTTTATTAGATAATGGATTGATTATTGATTATAGTAATCCTAATATAATAAAAGGTATTGAAATTGTCATGAAAAAAAGAAACATGAAAATTATAATATTATTATTGCAATATGGATTTGATTTTTCTATTTTGAATAATATGAATTGTGAATCTAATAAAAATGATACAGATATTATTAATATATTGATTGAACATAATGTCAAAATTATTAATATTGTGAAATTATTGTCTAATAAATAAATATTTTAATAATTATTAAAATATTTATCTGAGAATTTATGCACTATGATTTATAATCCTGGAGTTCGTTATACAAAATATCCTCTCACTGGATATAAATTAATGATGTGTTCACTTAGTAACGGAGGTAATTATATTATTAAAATATTTATCTGAGAATTTATGCACTATGATTTATAATCCTGGAGTTCGTTATACAAAATATCCTCTCACTGGATATAAATTAATGATGTGTTCACTTAGTAACGGAGGTAATTATAAATTTACTGAAGAACCATTTTTTGCATTGGCAACTGTAAAAATTCCCACATTAACACATGTAGTAACTCTTAATAATTCTAAAATTAAAAGTCATAATAAAATTGAAAAAATAATTAATTATCACATATGATTAATTATCACATATGATTAATTAATCTATTGAAACTAATAAAAATGTCCTATAAAATAGTACCAACAGAATTATTAGACAATATATTTAGAAATAATGATAAATATGCTTTTAGAAAGTTATTAAAATCAAAAATATATGATAATGATATGACTTATATTATTAATTATTGTGCTGAACATAATAATTTAGATTTTTTTGATATTTTATTTGATGAATTAAAAAATATGAGTCAGAATATGTCATTTCATATATTGAATATATGTCTTCGAACATCTAATGATGTGTTATCTCAATATGTCATTAATCAAGAATTAGATACCAAGATATATTCTAAATTATTTGTAGAAATATGTTGGGATTATGATATTGAACATATTAAATCTTTAACATTATTATTGAATCATGGTGCTGACATAAATTATAATAATGGACATGCATTTCTTAATGCATGTAACTCGGGATATTCAAATGTTTGTCGATTTTTATTAGATCATGGGTTGATTATTGATTACGATAACCCTAACATAATAGCAGGTATTAAAATTATTATAAAAAGACGAAATTTAAACATCATTAAATTATTATTAGAATATGGGTTTAATTTTTCTTTTTTAAATAAAAAGAGTGATTTATGTAATAAAAATGATACGGATATTATAAATATATTAATAGATCAAAATATTGACATTGTTAATATTGTCAAATTAATGTCTAAATAAATATTCTAATAATAAATTGGAATATTTATTTATCTAAATTTTATAAGAATTTATGCACTATGATTCAACGAGATCCAAAAATCTCTCAATTGCGAAAGAGCAGATGTCAAACCACCTACACTATAACAAGTCCAATAAATAGTAAAATTTTGTTTATCCATTTTTGGATCAGATAATAATATTTTTTCCAGTTCTTTAGAAACTAAACATTGACGACAATGTATGGGTCTATTACCGAAACTTTCGTAATCGCACGTATTTTTGCAATATTTAATCCATTGTTTCGCTTGATTAAAATGAGATTCGGATAAATGACATTCACAAGTCCAAAGCAAACTACGTTGATTCTGACATACTGATCCAATTTTTTCACCTTGTGAATACACATAAATTATATTTTTTTCGAATCCAAAAGTGAAATTATCAAAAACAATTATATTGCTATTAGTAGCCATTATTATCAATTGTTGTTTGCTTTTTAATTTTTCTGGATCGATTTATGGAACAATATTCCTAATTATTGTTGAAATAATGTGGGATGTTTATGAATTAAAAATTCAATTTTTATGATTGGACAATTAAAATTGAATATTTAATGTTATATTTATGTCATTTAATATTATAATTTAATCAACTATAATTAACATTAAAATGAGTAATTCTGAACCTATATTAATTGGAATCAATGTTGTTGGTGGAATAATTGGATTAATGGGTGCTGGAGTTTATATAACTTATAAAAAAGCTAAAGGTACTTTTAATGAAAGTGAAACTTTACAAATAGCTTTGATTGGAAGTGTTTCAGGAGTTATTATTTCTAATATTGTATTGGCTACATTATCTGTAATAACTGGTATATTTATTTGTGGATATGGAATATTTAGTGGAATAAAATATGTTATAAATATTTTATCATAATTTAACATCCAAGTCGATTTTTTACAATGATCATTGTAAAAAATTGAAAATATATTCATTAGAAAAGTATATCTCATGATATCAAAATTAATTCATTAATCATGAACATTATTGATAATTTTATTTCCCAAGATCCTGATAATAATTTTTTGAACTATTTAAACCATGGTGATAATGGTACCAAATATAGTTTAACCAATCAAATTATTGCTCTGGAAAAAGAATTGGACATTCCATGTTGTGGATTATATCTTTTCACAAAGATGTTTGATAATAAAATCTGGGAAATTCCAACAAACGAACTATGTGAAGGTTTGATTCGCTTGTTTGATTATTTGAAGATAAATAAAATTAATGAACTGGCTGCTGGAAATGGTTTATTATCCGCTAGATTAAAACATTATGCTAATATACTAAATTATAAATTGAAAATTAGCACTTCTGATGGAACGAGTAAAATGTTTGGAGATCATCCTTTCACTTATACCAAAGTGAAAGATTTAGATATTAAATATTTTGATAAATCCGAACCTATTGTTGTGAGTTGGATTCATAATATTTTTGAGAATGAACTTTTATCTATTGTCAAAAAATATGAAAATGATTACATATTTTTAATTGGAGAACATCCTGATGTAAATGATTATGGTAATAATCATTCTAATTATTTTGATAAGGAAATTTGTTCATATGGTTATAATAGTATGATTTTTGAATTCAAACAAATGTCTCAAATGGATTATTATTCTGCTGATGATATAAGAACTGATATATACACCGAAAGCAAAACTTGTGTCACACTCTATTATCATAGATCCAAAATACTTGATATTTGGTTCGTAAAAGATTTGTTAATGAAAAATTATCCAGAATTATTTGGAACATATTTAAGAAAAAATAAAGAATATTATGATCAAGATAAAATTCTAATAGATTTATCTAATAAAAAAATTATGGATCATTCCCTGGATAATTTCAAAAATTTCAATCCAATTCTTACCAAAGGATTTCAAGATTATTGGATAATAAAATCTGGACAAAATAATCCACCCAAATCGTCTTTGTCACAACAAAATCCATTTGGTTTTTCTAATGGATTAGATTCATATAGTCACATATCCAAATTGTCTGATAGTTTGAAAAGATTAGAATCGATGCTATTTCAAATAACATTTACCTTATTGGATGCTAAATTAAAACAAATGGAAAATAATATTCTATCTTTGCCTCTTCCATCAATAAACGATGATCCTTATCCCAAATATAGTATGATAAACGTTTGTCCAATGATAAATGATTTATCTGAAAATGAATCTATAGAATATGGGAAAACATATGAAAATTATCTACCTCCAGCATATTATCTACCTCCAGCATATTATAAACCTTTAATACATCCTTTAATAAATAAAATTCATTCGCGTCCTCAAGCATTTTATAGCATAGAAACTTGTGTTGATAAACCATTTGGTCCAACATTCATCGAGTTATTTAATCAACAGGATAAAATTAATGCCACACGAAAAATTTACCCAAAAAAAATCCATCATAATGTCGTAAATAAAAATATTCGCACAAAAAAATATGTTTACAAACAACCTAATAGAAGATCAAAAAATCATTGATTCAAAAACAACATAATAATTGAAATAATTATTACATTTAATAACAATCTTGTTAATAAATATAATACTAATGAATAACTTAAATAATGAATTAGATGATAAAAAACTTGGATATACACAATGTTTCAAGATCATAAAAGGTCAAATGGTTCCCATTAACTTATATGCAAAAATGATTATTGAACCTGAACAAAACCCCACATATCATATTAAATTTGAACCTGATAATAAATTCACCGATCATATTAAATTTGAACCCGATAATAAATTCACAGATCATATTAAATTTGACGATATTGATTAAAATAAATCACATTAATTTACTAATTAATAATAATTAGTAAATCAATTAATAATTAAAAACAACGATATTTAATAGCATCTTCTTTATCTAGGAAGAATCTGACACCATAATTAATACTAGGATTTAATTCTAGTTCAATAGTTTCACCTGTATTAAAACCAATACCAAATCCACCATCATGACAATACATAGCCAAATTTTCATCATCAAAAATTTCACCATCAAGTTCCATTTTTTCTATAGTTGCTGTATTCGCAACCAATTCGCCTCTTCTATAAGAATTCTGACGTGAAATAATTTGTGCTATCGAAGGAATATTCAAAGTAGCAATTGGGAAGGCATATTCTTTATTTCTCAAATAACAATGTAATTTTTTGTATCCAATGGTCGAAGTATCAGATAAATTAATAGTTTCGACTAATGAACTAGCAATAATGATAATAATCACTACAACAATAATGTTTTTCATATTGGGTTGTTGTTATAACTTAATATAATTGAATCATTTAATGGGATCTTATTTCAATTTTTTATAAAATTTGAAATAAATAATATCTATGTATATATTTAATGGATTTATCAAATAAATGAATTCATTACCTTTATCAACGCTATTTAATTCTGAAATTTTTTCAGATATTACTATTGATTTGGTTGATGAAAATTATACAACGTCATTAAATTTGCATAAAAATATTTTATATGCAGGATGTTCATATTTTCGATCAATGTTTAATGGATTCAAGGAAACAAATTCTTCCAAAATAACTTTACAAGTTCCTAATGTACAAGTTACTTGTGACATAATACGATCATTTTATGGAATAGAAAATAATAATAAAAAAAATTGGAAATATATATTGAATATATACTTGTGCGAAAATTATTTTTGTATTAATACAAAACTTCCACAATATATTAAAGTATCACCTGATGAATTTGAAGATTTTTTAAATATGACAGAAAAAATTGGATTTAATAAAGGTATTGATGATTTAATTATTAATAATATACCCAAATCATACGATATTGATAAATTACTACATTTGGGAAAAAGATTAAATTGTGATAATAATAAATATATTGAATTAATTGCCACACATATTCCGGATACTTATGATTTTAGCGAGCTACCTAAAAATATTGTTAAAAAATTGTGGCAAATAGTTGATACTTATCACATATTAACAAATTCGAAAAATGATATCAATATAATTAATAGCGAAGGTAAAAATTATCTGTTTATTTCACTCTTACCTAAAATTAAAAAAGTATATTATTTAGAAAATAGCCATAGAATCGCATTTTATACTAAAATGAATATATATATTTATGATATTAAATTAAAGGAATATATTATAACCAAACCATTAGATTATAAAAATGTGGCTGGAATACATTTTTATAATGAATTATTTATAATAAACAATAATGATAATAAAATTAATATTTATAATATTAATGATGGTAGTTTAGTAAATACTCTTGAATTTAAAAAATTCGATCATGTAATTAATATATTTGTCGATGAACCAAATAATAAATTAATTATATTTGTCGGTAAATATTCCACATTTAAAAAAATTTATATATACGAGTTGGACACATTAAAATATTTAACTGAATATTGTTTTCATGATACATATTTGACATCATATTTTGATTCGATATACCAGGAATCAATTATAGCATGGTATGAAGATTTTTGTACTTCGGGTAAATTATTTATATTAAACTTTCAAAATAATACAAATGTATACATTGATTATATGGTTTATAATTATACATCAAATATAATTGGTATTTGTTGGACAGAACAAAATATTGTATGTTGTTATGAAAATGGAACCTTTAATATCTATGATATATTAAATAAAAAATTAATTAAAACTATAAACATTAATAAAGCTATAAATGCAATGACAAAAATAACTGATGATATTATTATGGTAAAATGTGGTTGTAGACTTATTAAAATAAATCTAGTTAGTGGTGAAGAATTAGATGATATCAATATTAATCCTGATGTTATATCTATGACAAAAATATCATATGGACATAATAGATTACGCGAACTACTTCCTAAAATGGAAGATTTAAATTAATTGATTAATATTTAAAAACTAGTGTATCAATTATCAAATAATTATGGATAATGTATTTAACCCATTCACATATGACATAATGGATGAATATTATGACATATGGAAATCATTATGTATGCCATCTGGTACAAAATTTTGTAAATTGATAGATAATAAAACACAAACAAATGATTTATTTTTAATTCGGCATGATAAATTATATAATGGCAAATTAAACAAGCAACAAATCATAAATTACATTAATTGCAATAATATACATTTCATTGACAAGATTTATATGACACATTTGATGTGTGCATGTATATATTCACAATATGATAGCAATTTATTTCTGGTAAAATTATTATTAAAACGTAATATTGATATAGAATGTACTGACAATACTTATTGTTCGGCATTATCATATTCCCTTAAAAATCCCGGTAATGTTAAAATTATAAGATTATTATTGAAAAATATACCCAAAAACAATATGGAAATTATTAATGATGCTTTTATTTATTGGTCCAAAACTGATTATTCACCTAATATTAGTATTGGTAAATTATTAATAGATGTAGGAATAAATATTAATTATCTAGATATATATGGTCGTTCTGCGTTATTCAATATAATTAATAATAAAAAATCTAATAATATTGTGGACATTGTCAAGTTTTTATTATTAAATGGATCCGATATTAATATTATAATATCAACCAAACCTTTTAGTAATTGGTTAGATAAAAGTTATGATTTAATGGATTATGCAATAGAAAGATATAAATGGAACAGTGATAAAAAAATTATTAGTATATTATATGATTTTGGTTATCATCAATTACCAAATACAAATGATGATCATATCATAAATTTCTCCCAAAAGATAGTTGAAAATATTAATTTGTCCAAAACATATTTCAAAACTATTGAGCAAGATTTGAAATTACGACGTGATGAAATAATTTACAAACCCGGAAGTTTAAGATATAATATTATCAAATCGAATTGGAATTTAACAAACAATATACTAAAATCGAATGATGTGGATATATTTAGTTATTATAAAATATACAACAAAAATGAATTAGAAAACATAATCAATGAAATTTATTGATGGTAAAAAAATTGATAAATAATTTAATAATAAATTTGTTATTATTAAATTATTTATTTTCTATCATGAATTTTCTAAATATATGTGATGATGTTATAATTAATATATTAAATTTAATTCCTGATCGAGATAAATTTAATTTATTATTAACATGTCATCAAATATATAATTTAAATGATCAAATATGGTTTTCTGATAAAACCTATCCCTATGTCGAAGTGAGTGATTCAAAATTTAGATTCAAAAAAATAGAATATATAGCTCATACATTAGATATTCCATATGGTGTAACTATTCTAAATATGGAAATTGGTCAACAAATAAATTATATACCACCAACTATTAAAAAAATCCATTTTTATTTGGGTAGGAGTGGAAATAAAGGTAAATCAATAAGATTTGACAAATTAATAGATTATATTGGAGGAGAAAATATAAATATTTATAAAAATATCACACATATTATGTTTGATCCACGATTTAATCAATCTGTCGAAGGTCTCATCCCAAATGGAATAACTCACTTAAATTTTGGTTCTGATTTTAATCAATCCATAAAAAATTCCATACCTTGTGGAGTAAAAAAAATAAAATTTGGAAATCATTTTAATCAACCAATAAAAGGACATATTCCTAATACTGTAACTCACTTAAATTTAGGATGCTATAATGATTCACTCGCTGACCATATTCCCAATAGTATTACTCATTTAAATCTTGGCACAAGTTTTAATCAGAAAATAAATCCAGGTGATATACCTTATGGAATAATTAAATTAGAATTAGGTCTTAATTTCAACCAAAAATTAGAACCTGGAGATATTCCAGAAACTGTTGAATATCTAGATTTTGGTTTGGCATTTAATCAAAAATTAAAAATAAGTGTGATTCCTAAAAATGTTAAATATCTTAAATTTGGTTATTGTTTTAATCAACGAATAAAAAAATATATTCCATATGGTGTTACACATATAATAATGGATGATGTTAGTGGTAGATTTAATCGATCTATTAAAGGTACAATTCCTGAAACGGTCCAATGTTTAAAATTGGGATCTGGATTTAATAAGCCCATCAAAAATAATATTCCAAAAAGTGTGAAGCATTTAGAATTTGGACAAGATGATGCAAAATATTTTTTCGGAAATAGATTTAATAAATCTATCAAAAATGCTTTGCCTCCAAACTTACAATATTTATATTTAGGTCATGAATTTAATCAATCATTAAATGGTAATATTCCATCAACAATAAGTAAACTTGAATTTGGTAATAGTTTTAACCAACCATTAAAACCAGGAGATATTCCTATAGGTGTTACTCATATTAAATTTGGCTATCATTTTAATAAATCCATTGAACAATGTTTGCCCAAAACAATTACTCATATTGAATTTGGTTATTCATTTAATCAATCAATAAAAAACAGTATTCCGGACGGAACTAAAAGTATAATTTTTGGACATGAATTTAATCAATCAATAGAAAATAGTTTACCTAATACAATTACCTATTTAAAATTTGGCGATAAATTTAATCAATCCATAATTAATAGTATTCCATTCGGAGTTAAATATTTAATTTTTGGACATGATTTTAATCAATCCATGCATAATTCGATACCTGTTTCTGTAACTAATTTAACAATATGTGAAAATGTAACAAGTGAAAATATTTATGTCCCATCAAATATAAAATATTTTAGACTGAAATCAAAACAATGGATTAATATTCCAATGCCCACAAGTTTAAGATTTTTGAGATTATCAAAAAGAATCAAATTAAATAAAACAGATATTTTACCTGAGGGAATAACACATTTAATTGGAGGATCTTGGATTTGTCAAACGGAATTATTGCTAAAAATACCTAAAAGTGTTTATCATTTAACACTATCAAAATACGATGATAATATTATTGGCTCAAAAATTTATCATATTAATTATATCTCAAAACGTGGTAGTTATACCATAATTAATAAATTACTTCCAGAAAATTTTACACCTAAATTAAAAGAATATTTACCGGGTGTTAAACATTTTTATATTAAAGACAAATCTTATTGTGTTGTTTGATTAAAATTGAAAATATTTTTGATTATGATTATAATTAAAAATATTTATGGATTAAACAATAATGTCGGATTTTGATATTTTAAATCATGATGTTATACTATACATATTTGATTATTTATCCGACAAGGAAAAATTAAATTTATGTTTGGTGAATAAAAATTTGAGACAATATATTAATAATATATATTTTGGTGGAACATATGATTATAATAAAATAAAATGCCTATATTATTACTCTAGATTTAAAAACATAACATATAAAACTAACACAAGAAATATTCCTAAAGAAATAACCCATTTGACATTTAAAAAAAATTTTAATCAAAATATTCAAGACTCTATTCCTAATAGTGTAAAATATTTAACTTTTGGAAAATATTATAATCAACCAATTATAGATATATCTAATAGTGTTATATATTTAAAATTTGGATATTATTTTAATCAAAAAATAAAAAAACATATTACAAATAATGATGAATTATCATTATTACCTCCTAAATTAACACATTTAATATTTGGAAAAAAATTTAATCAAGATATTAAAGGTTGTATTCCCAATAGTGTTACTCATTTAACTTTTGGAACAGACTTTAATCAAGATATTAAAGATTGTATTCCCAATAGTGTTACTCATTTAACTTTTGGAACAGACTTTAATCAAGATATTAAAGATTGTATTCCCAATAGTGTTACTCATTTAACTTTTGGAACAGATTGTTATCAAGATATCAAAGGTTGTATTCCCAATAGTGTTACTCATTTAACTTTTGGAATTTTTTTTGATCAAGATATCAAAGGTTGTATACCTAATAGTGTGATTCATTTATCTTTTGGGTGGTATTTTAATCAAAATATCAAAGGTTGTATTCCTAATAGTGTTACTCATTTAACTTTTGGATATAATTTTGATCAAGATATTGAAGATTGTATTCCTAATAGTGTTACTCATTTAAAATTTGGACATAGTTTTAATCGAAATATCAAAGATTGTATTCCTAATAGTGTTACTCATTTATTTTTTGGACATAGTTTTAATCAAAATATCAAAGATTGTATTCCTAATAATATCACTCATTTATCTTTTGGGTGGCATTTTAATCAAAATATCAAAGGTTGTATTCCAGATGATATTACTCATTTAACTTTTGGAAAATATTTTAATCGAGATATCAAAGGTTGTATTTCAAATAATGTTACTCATTTAACTTTTGGATCAAATTTTAACCAAAATATCAAAAATTGTATTCCTAATAGTGTTACTCATTTAACCTTTGGAGATTATTTTGAACAATATATCAAAGGATGTATTCCCAATAGTGTTACTCATTTAAAATTTGGACATTGTTTTAATCAAAACATTAAAGATAGTATTCCAAATAGTGTCACTCATTTAACTTTTGGTGATTGTTTTAATCAAAATATCAAAGGATGTATTCCTAATAGTGTTACTCATTTAATTTTTGGATATTTTTTTAATCAAGATATCAAAGATTGTATTCCTAGTAGTGTCATTGAATTAACTTTAAAAAAAAATTTTTATTTAAAACAAAAAAATTATATTAGTCCATTTATAACCATAAAATTTAATAAAAATTGAAAATAATATTATCATTAATAATTAAAACATGTAAATATATTAAAATGTCGGATTTTGATATTTTAAATCATGATGTTATACTATATATATTTGATTATTTATCCGACAAGGAAAAATTAAATTTATGCTTGGTGAATAAAAATTTAAGACAATTCATTTACAATATATATTTTAATGGAACATATGATTATGATAAAATTAAGCACTTATCCTATTATTCTGGATTTAAAAATATAACATATGAAACTGACACAAAAAATATTCCTAATGGAATAACTCATTTGGCTTTTAAAACAGATTTTAATCAAAATATTAAAGATTGTATTCCTGTTAGTGTAAAACATTTAACTTTTGGAAAACATTATAATCAACCAATTATAGGTATACCTAATAGCGTTACATATTTAAAATTTGGATATTATTTTAATCAAGAAATAAAAAAATATACCATAGATAATTATGAATTATCCTTGTTACCTCCCAAGTTAACATATTTAATATTTGGAAATAAATTTAATCAAAGTATCAAAAATGGTATACCTAATAGTGTTACTCATTTAAAGTTTGGATATCGTTTTAATCAGGATATTAAAGATTGTATTCTAGACAGTGTGACTCACTTAACTTTTGGTAATCAATTTAATCAAAATATCATTGATTGCATTCCATCAAGCGTAACACATTTAACCTTTGGTAAAAAATTTAATCAATCTATTATAAACTGTATTCCAGCTAGTGTCACTCATTTAGAATTTGGAGACTGTTTCAATCAATCAATTAGATATTGTATTCCGGCTAGTGTCACTCATTTAACTTTTGGTTATTATTTTAATCAAGATATTAAAGAGTGTATTCCGGCTAGTGTCACTCATTTAACTTTTGGATGGTATTTTGATCGAGATATTAAAGAGTGTATTCCGGCTAGTGTCACTCATTTAATTTTTGGATGTCATTTTGATCGAGATATTAAAGAGTGTATTCCAACTAGTGTCACTCATTTAACTTTTGGATGGTGTTTTGATCGAGATATTAAAGAGTGTATTCCGACTAGTGTCACTCATTTAACTTTTGGATGTCGTTTTAATCGAGATATTAAAGAGTGTATTCCGACTAGTGTCACTCATTTAACTTTTGGAGATAATTTTAACCAAGATATTAAAAATTGTATTCCAACCAGTGTTACTCATTTAACCTTTGGAGATAGTTTTAATCAGAATATCAAAAGATGCATTCCTAATAGTGTTACTCATTTAACCTTTGGAGATAGTTTTAATCATAATATCAAAAGATGTATTCCTAATAGTGTTACTCATTTAACTTTTATAGGTGATTTTAATCAAAATATCAAAGGATGTATTCCTAATAGTGTCATTGAATTAACATTAAATAAACAATATTATTTAAAACATAAAAATTATATCAACCCATTCATAACCATAAAATTTAATAAAAATTGAAAATAATATTATCATTGGTAATTGAAACATGTAAATATATTAAAATGTCGGATTTTGATATTTTTAATCATGATATCATATTATACATATTTGATTATTTATCCGACAAGGAAAAATTAAATTTATGTTTGGTGAATAAAAATTTGAGACAATTCATTTACAATATATATTTTAATAGAACGTATGGTTATGATAAAATTAAGCATTTATCCTATTATTCTAGATTTAAAAATATAAAATATAAAACCAATATATTAAATATTCCCCATGGTGTCACTCAATTACATTTTAAACCAAAATATAATATAATTATCAGAAGTAATCTTTTTAATGGTATTACTCATTTAAAATTTGGATATGATTTTAATCAATATCTTGAGGATTGTATTCCTAATAGTGTCATTCATTTAACTTTTGGTACATGTTTCAATAAAAATATCAAAAATTGTATCCCAAAAAGTGTCACTCATTTAACTTTTGGAGAATATTTTAATCAAGATATCAAAGATTGTATTCCTAGTAGTGTTATTCATTTAACCTTTGGATGGGAATTTAATCAAGATATCAAGAGATGTATTCCTAATAGTGTTACTCATTTAAAATTGGGACGGGATTTTAATAAAAATATCCAAGAGTGCATTCCTAATAGCGTTACTCATTTAACTTTTGGAAGATGCTTTAATCAAGATATCAAAGGCTATATTCCCAATAGTGTTACCCATTTAAAATTTGGAGCAAGTATTATAAAAATTATCGAGGGATGTATTCCTAATAGTGTTACTCATTTAAAATTGGGAAAATATTTTAGTCAAAATATTAAAGATTGTATTCCCAATAGTGTTGTATATATAAAATGTGGGAAAGGGTTTATCATAAATAATATAAACTATATTCCTGATAGTGTCGCCTATTTAGAATTTAATAATGAAATTTATCGGACCAGCGATTTAAAAGTGGAAAAAAAATAATTTAATATATTGAATCAATATAATTAAATTATTTAAATTTGTTTTTGTTGTTTATTAACCATGTCAATTGTCATAGGTTCCAATTCATGTGCATCTAGTTGATCTTGTTTTTTTTCTTCGTCATTTCTTTCATCTTCACTATCAAAATCATCTTCATCATATTTAAAATTTGTTAGTTTAATATAAATATCAAGAGCTTCTTGTTTTGTATCAGCAATCACTAATTGAGAACCAAATACACAATATGCCTCACGACCAGCATCATCTCCCGAATATACAAGCCAATATTTACTCATTATTAATATTATAATAATATAAACATAATAATTTCTTACGAAATGCCAAATTTTTTCAATTTTTTATAAAAAATTTGAATAATAAAATGAATCACGAATATTATATTGATTATAAAAATATATCAATACAATAAATTAACAAATGGAAAATCAAAAATTGTTTCAAACCGCATGCGAAAATGGTGACTTAGCAACCGTTAAAAGTTTTGTTGAAAATGGATTTGATTATAATTTTGATGAAGATTGGTCTTTTTGTTTAGCAGCAGAAAATGGACATACTGAAATTGTGCGATATCTTATTAAAAAAGGAGTTAATATTAGAACTAGAAATGATGAAGCTCTTTGTTGGTCATGTATCAATGGACATATTGATATTGCAGAGTTGTTAATGGATAATGGTGCTGATGTAAATTGTAGAGAAGGTTTCATACTAGCTCTGGTTGCAGAAACAGGTAATTTAGAAAGAGTTAAATATCTAGTTGGTAAAGGATGTAATTTCAAACTAAACGAACATCATGCTTTGCAATTAGCTTGTAGTGCTGGTTGTCTAAATGTTGTAAAATATTTGATTGATATTGGTTCTGATTATAATGCAGATGATGGCGAATGTTTAATAACTGCGGCTTATAATGGTCAATATGAAGTTGTTAATCACCTGATTGAATTAGGCATGGATCTTGATAAATATGGAAGTGAAGCTTTGATGGAAGCCCTCGAAAATAATGATAAAAACAAGAATGAAAAAGTTATTCAATTGCTCACAGACAAAGGAGTAAAAGCCGATTAATATTTAATATTATTTTTAAATAAATATTTAAAACTAATATTAATTTTTTTTGCAAAAATGATCATCAACAATGGTCAAATTGTATTTTTAAATCACCAAAATATATTTCTTTGTCTATAAAGTCATTAACAAATTTATTATCTATTTTGATAAATCCATATCCAGCAAAAACAATATCGGATTTCTTTGCTGGTTGGATTGATTTCACTCCAGGAATTTTAGCAATTTGAGCTATAATATCACTATTAATAGTACCACCATATATAAAATATCTAATAACAATAGTCGGATCAATCGATACAAATCCAATTTCACTCACCATAACACAATGAGTAACTTTAATTGGATTTAATTGAATAGTTTGTTTGGAAGATAATTTATTTTGTAATTGTTGTGGCGAAAGTGATCTATATTTTGGTTTATTTAAATACATATAATAGCAACATTCATAAAAATGATCCGAGAAACGATCACTCTCATGATCATGTTCCAAAGCATTCAATAAACTACGCCAATAATCAACAATCGTTTTATTTTCAGAACTGGACAGATTATTATTGATAATATATTGATCATTATCAATGTCACTAGTAATTTGATTTCCAATGGATATTAGTTGGTTTATTTTTTCTGTTAATTCATTATCGTTATTTTTGGTGGTATTAATAAAAATAGCATTGGATGGATAATATTTATTATAAACTGCAAATACAAAATATTCTTGTACCATACTTGTTGTTTTCATGATTATATGCTTATAATTGATATTACCAATATAAGAATAATATAAATCAATTTTTTAAATTATTTTTAAGCCGTGTAATAAAATTGTGTTATTTCTAAAGAAATAAATATCAATAATGAATCTAATAAAATTTTAATTTGGGCTAGCGAATTAGGGATATTTAGAAATAGTAAAAATAACGCTGATAATCATACTAAATGATGAACCATTAAAATTAGTCTGTTTGAAAGGATATTTGTATATAGTCAAATATTTAGTTAGTGCATGAGCTAATGTTCATACATTTGATAATAAATCAATTAAATGGATTTCAGAGAAAAGAAATTTAAAAATTGAAAAATATATTGTCAAATAATATTTGACAATATATTGTTTTAATTAATTTATTACCAATGAATTTAATTAATAATACCACTGATCCTATTATTACTTTAAAAACATTAAATGGTGATATACAAACTAAATATTCAACTATTGCACATTGTACTGGGTTACTAGAATTACTAGATAAAAATACCAATGTTATCACAATCAATCATGGTCATTATTTTATAGATAATTTATTAAATTACTTGCGTGGAAATGGAGATGAAAAATATTTGTTGAAATATGCTTACGATTTAAAAAATTTAGGTATTGAAATGACGAAAGAAAATTATGTTTTTATAAATATTGGAGGGAAAATTATATATATTTCCAAAATACTTTTGACAACATATTTTGAATATTTTGAGATATTTTTTGAAAATTATGCTCAATATGATCCGGATTATTCTAAAATTTTGATAGATAAATCTTCCGTATTATTTGATGAAATAATACGTAGTTTGGCTTTAGATTTAAATAAAAATATTCAATTTCAAAAAGAAATTTCTTTTTACGGACCAAAACAAATCAAAAAATTTTTTGATCTAGAAAATTTGAGATATTATAATCCATCCAGATATTCAAGACAAATTATGTATTTTGATAGTATTACCAATTTAAAATTAAAAAATGGAAAATATGTTTATGAAATTGATAATGAGGTTAAAACAGCAATCTTCTTAATATCAGATATATCAATTAATCTTGATGATATTGAGATAAAAAATACTACAGATAAATTTAAAAAGTGTAAAATATTTGGACATTATAAAATGATTTTATCACGCCATACAAATCCAAGACTAATATTTCCCGAACATTTATCCTCTGTCAAAATACTTAAATTATGTCACAATAATACTCTTGATTTACAAGAAAAAATATCCCATTCTCAAAAATTAAATTTGGACAATATTATCGAAAATTATATTGAATTTAATTTTAATAATTCGGTTAATGGAAAGTGTTTGATAAATAAAATAACAATCAATACTAATATCGATAAAAAATATATGACACATATTGAATTGTATAATAATAATAAACTCACTTGTTGTTCATCATTAAAATTGACTTATACAGATTCTGATAATCATCCTGGTTATGAAATTATAGGTATAAAGGACATGTTTTTCAATGAAGAAACATCAATCAGGATATATATAATTGACGTTTATGATAATGACGAAATGACTATATCATTTGATTGTTTGTATAAATAAATATATACAATATTTCATTAATAGTAAAAATTTGATAAAAATAAATATTAAATCTATCATTCAATAGATTTAATATTTATCCAAATTCGATTATCCAAATTCGATTATCCAAATGGATTATAAACATCTCGATATTCAAAAATTAATTGAACTAGTTAAATATGATGATGATGCACAAATAGAAATTATTGAACGCACATTAATGATGCAAATCAAGAATGATTCATGGACAAGTATTAATCCATTTGGTTGGGAAAATATTTTCGAAAAGTGTTGCAATAATGAAAAATATGTATTTATGTTATTATGTGCATACAAATCAATAATTCTTTCTGAAATTGATTCAAAAATTATAACACTAGATATTAAAAATTTTTTTGGAAAATTATATCCTGTTGTAAAACAACGAGCAAAAAATGGTAATAGTCTAGCCCAAAATGATCTTGGATTTATGTATGAAGAAGACATTGGTATTATAGGAAAAACAAAAAAAGCAAAAAAATGGTATGCTTTATCTGCAAATCAAGGTTTATCATTTGCACAATATAATTTAGGATACTATTATATTAAAAAAAATAAATACGAAAAAGCTATTGATTGTTTCCAAAAATCCATGCAATCAGGATGTTATGTTTCAAATTATATGTTGGCGGAGACGTATTTAAAATTATCTGTTCCTAATCATGATCAAGCCATAAAATTATTTACCATATCTGCTAATAAAGGTTATATATATTCTCAATATAGACTTGGCATATTATATTATGATGGTATTCATATTCCTATAAATATTAACGAAGCTATTAAATGGTTTTTAATGGCTGCTAATCAAGGATGTGACATGTCTCAAAATAAATTGGGTGTAATTTATTTTGAAGGTAAACATATTAATGTTGATATAAATCAAGCATATAAATGGTTCAAGTTATCGACAAAACAAGGAAATTATTTTGCCGAATATGGTTTAGGACGTGTTTATGATTCAAAATATTTTACTAAATATAATTGTCAAAAAGCTATTAATTGTTATATCAAAGCAGCAAATAATGGATATATATATCCGCAAAAAAAACTAATTGAATATTATGAAAAAACCGATAATATTGCCGAAATGATTTATTGGTGCATTAAATCCTCTGACATCACTAAAATACAAAAATATATTAAAATTAATGAAAGTGTCGAGACTACCAATGATATTGCATATTTTGATTTGATTAGAAAAAATTTAGAAGATACTGGATTGGATATTATTTATAAATGCCAATTGTTGATTATCCAAAATAAATATTATTGGAGAGATGATTCTGCTCGAGAAAGAGTAAAATCATGCGAAAAATTAGAAAGTACCATACTAAAATTTATTGATTGGAATGATAAATTACAAAATAATCCTTTACTTTTATTATCATGTTTGAGTTTTATTGATGATAATCATAATATATCCATTCGTCATCACCAACATGCAACAGAATTAATACCTTATGTAAAACAACATGAATTTAGAAACAAAAAATTTATTACTTTTGGTAAAGAAAATGTTAGTTTTGTGAATGAAATTATCAATATTACCAATGGTATTGATGTTCATGAATGGTTTGAAAATTTACAATGTTTGAAATTGGATTATCAAAATTTAATATCAACAACATCTATGGATTCTGCCAAAATCTATCAAGATCTAGATCTAATACAAAAATTAGAAATAGATATTGAAAAATATTGTGAATTAATGTTGGATGAAATTGAATACGGTGCTCAAAATCGTAATCATTTATTTCGAGAAAACGGAGAATTTCCTATGGTGAAATTGTTTGATAATTAAAAAATTGAAAATTTAATTCTTAAATCATTCCATAGATTTACTAATATTAATAATAATCTAAACAGATTTGTTAATAATAATTCATAACACAATGTTCAAGAAAATGATGGATAATATGAATAATAAAAAGATTGCTATGATCATTATCATTTTCTACATGATCACTTCTGTGGCACAAGGAAATTATCATTTTGCAATTCTTGGTGCATATTTCATTATCAAAAATATTTTCGAACATAAATTTAACAAAGGTATTGAACTACCTTCGATTAATTATACTATTATTGGAACTATTATTGGGCAATTTATAGTTTTGATTGTTATGATTTATAATTATAAAAAATTTGCCGAAAATCCATACACAGCACAAATTCTTACCACTAATATGAGTATTGTGGGTTATGCTCTTGGTAGTTTTTGGTATAGATCCATTACAGCTCAAAATTAATGATTTGATAAAAATTTATCGAATCATTAATTTTTGGTCGGAAATATATTTGGGCCATTATTCTTAATATAATTTTGATTTTTATTAAAATGGTATATTTGGATTTCAGGCCAAAAATCTTGCCATTGTAAAGTAATTATATTTTTGGATATTTCATCACAACATATAATAGTTTTAATCGAAGCATCTCTTTCCATATTGCTATCATTAGTATTATAGTCTGCTTATCAAGAATTAATTAACAGGATTAAATTTCAATATTTCGGCTAACGTAACAATATTAAAATTGAAATTTAATTGCATTATCAACAGTATTTGGTATATAATTAATATTTTTATTAAAGATCATGGAAATTGAATATGCGCAACTATCCACTAAACATTTAATAAAAATTGCAAATAATAATGATGATCGTGCACAACAAGAAATCGTAAATCGCTACATAGATAAAGGATTAGATTTTATTATTTTAAAATTAATAAATATGCCTGAATGGAATAATATTTTTGAAAAATGTTGTTCAGATCAAAAATATGTATTTTTGCTATTATCATATTATCACCATTTAGATAATCCATATGGAAATATAAATAATGATCTGACAAATAAACTTTTACCCATCATGAAAAATCAAGCTCGAACTGGAAACCCATTGGCTCAAAATAATTTAGGTTTTTATTATTTCTTTGGAAGTGGATCTAACCGGAATATTAAAAAAGGTTTAAAATGGTTTGAGAAAGCTGCAAATCAAAATTTTATTTATGCTCATTGTAATTTGGGATTAATATATTCTAGTGGAAACCACATCGAACCTAATTATCAAAAAGCAATGGATCATACATTGAAAGGGATAAATATATCTAATGGTATATCAGAATCGATAATAGCTGGATTTTATTATCGTGGACATGGCGTAAAACTCGATTATTCAATAGCACATGATTGGTATTTGAAATCTGCAAAATGTGGTATTGCGTCCTCACAATACGAATTATTTAGAATGTATGAATATGGATATTGTGTTAAACAAAATAAAAATACCGCACTATATTGGTTAAATATTGCTCTCAAAAATTATCATAGAAATATTTCTGATGATGTAATTAAACAATTTTCATTATGTGGTGATATATCACAATATATATACTGGTGTTTAAAAAAAAATTTATCAAAAAAAATAAAAAAAATATTTGTTATGGATAGTAAACAAATTGATCAATCTGTTGAAAAAGATCATAATAACATAATCACTGAAAATAATATATTGTTTGAGAATAATAGTAATGATATTTTATCACAATGCCAATTATTAATAATTAAAAATAAATACAATGTAATTGACAAATATTCCATTATTCGATTAAAATATTGTGATATCATTGAAAAATTTATTTTACAAATAATGAATTGGTTCAATAGGATAAATAGCATGTCAAAATCCAAATTTATGATATCTTGTTTATCATTTATTGATGAATATAATGTATTAAAAATTATTAAACATCAACGTAAACATAACACAATACCCTATGTCAAACAGCATATAATACTCGGACAAAAATTCATCAATTTTGGAGTTAAAAATAATGAATTGATGGATGAAATTATGGAATGTGCAGAATCTATTATTGATGAGAAACAAAATTTTAGCAAAGATATATCTATCATCGAAAAAGAATATGAAAATAGTTTTAAATCGATTGTCGATTTATTTGACCAATTGTATAAATATTATGATTCGTTATTGAATATTATTTTTAAACAACAAACAATTCGCAATATTGAATTTGCGAAAAAAAATCAACAATTATTTAATAATGAATAAAAATTTGATTTTTTAATATTATGTATCATCATATCATTGATATAGTATATCAATAATAAGATAATAATGGATTATCAAAATAAATCTGTCAAAGAACTGGCGAAACTAGCCGAAAATGATGATATTCAAGCTCAAGATGAGATTATTAATCGATATATGATCCATGGAAAAGATTATTTAATAGAATATCTTGTCGATATTTTTAAGTGGAACAATTTATATGAAAAATGTTTGGAGAACCAAAAATATATTTATGTAGTTATTCAAATGCGTAAACCTAATATTTACTACGAGATAATCGAAAAATTGTATCCAATAATTGAGTCTCAAGCAGTATCAGATAATGCATTGGCGCAATGTAATCTAGGATGCATAACTAATGGAATTATCTCCATAAGATGGTTTCAAAAATCAGCAGATAGAGGATGTGTATATGCACAATGCGAATTAGCCAAAATATATATTGATAGATTTTTTTATAAATTGGCATATGATTATGCTAGACCAGCAGCTAAATCGGGAAATGCTGTTGCAGAAAATATTTTAGGTAATATGTATTCTCGTGGATGGCATGTTTCCATAAATCATGATAAAGCCTTAAAATGGTATACCAGATCGGCAGAAAAAAATTATGCTCATGGTCAAATAAGTATGAGTATATATTATTCACGATCCAACAGAGTAGATTATAATCCATTATTAGAATTCGAATGGATAAAAAAAGCAGCTAAACAAGGATTCGTTCAATCACAATATGAAATTGCGTGTCGATATGATCAACCGAATTTTAAATTTCATGATAAACAAAAAGCATTAAAATGGTATAAACGCGCAGCTGATGGAGGAAACACATCTGCTCAAGAATTTATGGCATCAAAATGTTTATCTGATGGAGATATTGCACAAGCATTGTATTGGTATTTCAAATCAAAAAGCAAATATGAAATCATGGAATATTTAACCACTCAAAATCATAATGTTGTTCATGTTGATAATTATCATTATAATTGTCATAATTCCGAAATGGAATTATTCAGAAAAAAATTTTATAAACATTTTCAAAAAAATATTGATAATATTCTACCCGAGTGTCAAATATTAATTATCAAAAATAAATATCATTCGACAGATGAATTTAATGATTTCAGATATAAATATTGTGAGATACTTGAAAATCATATTATAAAAATAATTAAGTGGGACATTGCATTAACTAATATTTCAACATCAGAATTTATCATTTCTTGTTTAGGACTAAAAACATCTGTAATATCATTAAATATTCAAGAATATCAAGATAAAACAGGTATAATTCCATGGATCAAACAATTTAGAATCCAAAATAATTATTATCTTGTTTTCGGAGAAAATAATGTAGAATTAATTGAAGAAATAATTGGATATAAAAATCAAATGATTAATCGACACGATGAATTTATCAATTTAATAAATAAAAACTCCGATTGTGAGATATTATTATCTGATCCAATCATAAAATTATACAAACAAATACTTAAAACATATAATTTAATGCTAAGTAAATTAATTAATGAAGATAACATTCGAAATATTCGTTTTCAAGCTAAATACAAATTTTTGTATAAATATTGAATAAAATGAATCATCTATTGATTAAATATAAATTTTAAATATAAAGCTTATTTATAATATTAAAATATTATTAAAATGATAATATCATATTATATGATATTAAATAAACAAAATCAATATTTTGGAAGAAAATATTGTCCTGGATTAAATTTTATTGATCAAAATATTGCAGAAAATAAATGGTTATTTTTTACAGAAATAAAAACTATCGAAACATACATAGAAAATGATGGATATTATTTTTATGAAGTATTTTTACCTACCATGAATCCAGCTTTAACCACAATAAAAAATTCAAAAGGTTTGATATATGGCGCTAACATGATCATATTAAGTGAACCTATGAAATTGTCAAAAGTTGATACATGGAAATATATTTTATCTATTGGGATTACTATCACACCATATATTATTAATAAATGTCAAAATAAAGGATATTTGGAAGTTCTTGATTATTTTATTGATAATAATTATTATCCAAGTCCAAGAGGATTACCTAAATATCAATATTTGATATTCGATGCTTGCAAAGAAGGTTTTCTAGATGTAATAAAAGCAGATACAAAATATTCATCACTATTAACATATATTGATATGGCTTGTGTTGCAGCAGATTATGGACATTATCATATTGTAAAATATATTTTTGAATATAAAATCGCACCACCTTTTGAAAAAAATATTGAATTGATTTACGATATCAATAAAATAGCTTTATATGCATGTAAAAATGGTCATTTATCCATTGTTAAATATTTGGTGAAATTGGGTACAAATGTTAGATTTAGTAATGACACAATGATATATGTTTCATATAATTGTCTAAAATTTAATGTTTTAAAATATTTATTGGATCTAGATAATACAATAATAAAAATAATTACTAAAATTGATTATAATAATTATTTTAAATTGTATCTAGCGGATGAATATTCTTTGGACTTGAATTATAGTTTTCATCATTATGATAAATTATATCCAGATAATTTACCTGAAGATAGAGTATATTTCAATACAACTATTAAAAATAGTGATTTTACCAGTCAAATAATTATACAAAGTTACAAAATATTATATAAACCATTTTCGATTAGAAGATGTTTTCTAAATTATGAAAAATACAATTATCTTGATGAAGAAAATCCTTTTAAAATTTATTTTAATTATTTTGGAATATCAGATGATAAAATATATTGCCAAAAAATAGAAAATCATCATCGTAATTTAAAAATAATATTTGGATCAAATGATTTTTAAATTTGTGACAGTGTTTGGTATATATCGTTTAAATCTTTTATACAAATTTCTTGAAATTGTTAAATGAGTTACACTATTAGGAATACAATCCTTGATGTTATGATTATAATTTTTTCCCAAAGTCAAATGAGTTATAGTATCAGGAATATTATCTTTAATGGGTTGATTAAAATTATTACCAAAGATCAAATGAGTCACTGAATCTGGAATAGCAAATGCAATAGATCGATTAAAATTATGACCAAATTCAAGGTATTCTATGCTATTGGGTAATTGACGAGTAATTTTGTGATTAAAATCGTGTCCAAATTTCAAATAAGTGACACTATGAGGAATATAAAAATCAATATCACGATTAAAATGCTTTCCAAAAATTAGGTATTTAACACTGTTAGGTATAGCATTTGATATACCTTGATTAAAATTGTCTCTAAATTCTAAATGAATAACAGATTGTGGAATACAATGCCAAATACTTTTGTTAAAATATTCTCCAAAATATAAATGAGTCACACTATTAGGTATTTTATTATCAATATCTTTATTGAAAAATGCAGGAAAATGTAAATGTGTTATTGTATTTGGAATAGTAAAATGAATATCTTCATCAAAGGAATCATGAAAATATAAATGGGTTATATTATTATTGAAAATTTTATTAATATTTAAATCAGAATATATGGAAAAACGATTCAACATTGTTAATTTGTAAAATTTTTGTCGCGGATTCATATCATCATCTAAAACTTCGTATTCCACGGTATCTCTTATTTTTATATGCATTAAACTATCTGGAATATTTGTTTTTATTTTTTGAAATAAACCATTATAAATTTCTAAATATTTTAAATTATGCAGTATTTTATCTTCTATCGGATGGTCAAAATATTCACCAATAGTTAAATGAGTTACACTGTCCGGAATATATCCATTTATTGGTTGGTTAAAACGATAACCTAAATTTAAATGGGTCACCGTTTTAGGAATAGCATATTCGATTGATTGATTAAAACAATAACCTAAAATTAAATGAGTTACAGTTTTAGGAATAACATTATTGATAGATTGATTAAACCAACCACCAAAAGTCAGATGTGTTAATCCATTAGGTAAATTATTTTTAATTGATTGATCAAAACGATTACCAAAAATCAAACGTTTTACATTATTAGGTATACTATTTTCAATTGGTTTATTAAAACGATTACCAAAAGTCAATTGTTCAACACTATCAGGAATACATCCTTCCACTAATTGATTAAAACAAGTACCAAAAATTAAATATCTAAGACCATTAGGAATACATCCTTCAATTGATTGATTAAAATCTTGACCAAATTCTAAATGAATTAATGATGTGGGTAAACAATTATTAATTGATTGATTAAATTTATTTCCAAAAATCAAATGTGTTACATTATTAGGAATACTGTTTTCTATTGGTTGATTAAAACTATATCCAAATTCTAAATATTTTACACTATTTGGAATACAATTAACAACAGGTTGATTAAAATCGAAACCAAATTTCATACTTGTTATTCCATTCGGAATGCGTTTTTCTATCGATTTATTAAAATGAAAATCAAATTCTAAATGAGTAACTTTATTTGGGATATTATATAAACCATAATAACAATAATTTATATTTTTAAATTTATAAACATCCAATAAATGTTTTACATCAATATATTCAAATTGTTTATCCAAAAAAACATAATTTTTTAAATCACGAGTAAATTTGTTAACGGAAAATAAATTTAATAGATCATTTGTACTAAGATATGATGCAATCATAATCCATATTTCAAAAGGTAATATGCTAGACATTTATCATATTAAATAATACAATTAGTTATTGTAACAATAAATTATTCAATATTTTGGGAAAAAATAATACATTTATCTATTAAATAAATATTCAAAATATCCATATCAAGGTGGATTAAATAAACTCGAGAAGAATTCAATATGATTGATTGAAAACAATTTACTTACAATTTTTATCAAATATTTATAGCTAAATATTTAGTTATAAATATTAAATATTGATAACATGTTATTAATCAAATATAAATTATTATACATGTCAAATAAAATTATAAGACTTGATGATTATACAAATTACAATAATAATAAATTTTTAAATTATGAAATATTTATTTTGACAGGATTATATCCTGAAACACTTCGACCAAGTGGTAAAATAAACTTTAAACCTACGTCCGAAACATTTTATCATAAAATTTGTTTATCCAATGATAAAAAAAATTAATATTTATCAGATATTATTTTGGAAAAAATTGATATATTTATCTATTAAATGATTATTCAAAATATTATCACAAAAATAACATTTTGAACAATGTCGTCTGAATTATTTCTTAAAGTAACTAATAAAGAAGAATGTCATAATAAATATCCATACAAAGATGGATTAAATAAACTCGAAGATAAATTCAATGATAATCCAAAAGATTCGTGTGTTCCTGGCAGACTTTATTTTTGTAAACCAAAACATATACATAAATATTTTAATTATGGAGTATATTTGCGAGAAGTATATTTGCCGACAGATAATCCCGATTTTAAGATGATTAAAGATCCATCCGGTAAAAAATATGGAGCCAATATGATTATATTGGGAAAAAAATATTTCTTAGGAGATCCTAAAACTTGGGAATTTATGAATACAATTAGTGTTAAATTTGAAAAATCAAGTTTGGATTATATAATTAGTAAAAATTATATTGAATGTTTGAAATATTTAATCAGTATCGGTGTGAATAAAGATCTTGCATTAATTATTGCTTCAAAAAATGGAAACCTTGATATTGTCAAATATTTAATCTCATTAGGTGCAAATCTTCATGCACATGAGAATAAATCCGTAAGATTAGCATGTAAATATGGGCATTTAGATGTGGTTAAATTTTTAGTTGATAATGGAGCTATTATTCACTCTAAAAATAATTATGCCATAAAATCTGCTTGTGATAATGGTCATATCAATATTGTAAAATATTTAATTGAATGTGGCATCAATATAAGAGAAACAGATAATTATAAAATAAAAGTTATTCAAATAGAAAATGATTTGGATATTTTTTTAATACCTAAACGTCAAGAGTTATATACAACATATAATGGTCATACATATGAATGGACAACGGTACAATTTCCAAGCTATTATGATCGTTTCAAAAAATATGTAAATACCACCAAATCAAATAATCAATAAATTAAAATAAAAAAATTGATATATTCATTTACTAAATAAATATACCAATTATTATTTTCACAATAATATTATGAACAATGTCGTCTGAATTATTTCTTAAAGTGACTAATAAAGAAGAATGTCATAATAAATATCCATACAAAGATGGATTAAATAAACTCGAAGATAAATTCAATGATAATCCAAAAGATTCATGTGTTCCTGGCAGATTATATTTTTGTAAACCGGAGCATATTCATTATTATTTTGGTTACGGAATATATTTGCGAGAAGTTTATTTACCAATAGATGATCCTGATTTTAGAATGATTAAAGATCCAGAAGGAAATAAATATGGAGCCAATATGATTATATTGGCTAAAAGGCGCAGTTTAGCTGATCCTGAAACTTGGGAATTTATGATTGATCAAGGTTTAGATTTGTGTGCGTATAATAATTTAGCGGCAAAAAATGCTATTAAACATGGATATTTTCCAATAATCAAAAAAATTTTAAAAGACAAATATAATATTAATGTTTATAAAAATATCTTGAGTGAACAATTAAAAAATGCCGTACCGAACGGAGATCTTGATAAAGTTAAAGAATTGGTAGAAAATGGAGCCGATATTACTACAGATAAAAATTTTGCCATTAAAAATGCTGCATCCAATGGATTTTTGAATATGGTAAAATTTTTAGCGGAAAATGGTGCGAATATTCATGCAGATAATGATTATGCTGTCAGACATGCTTTAGCAAATGAACATTTAGATGTAGCTGAATATTTAATTTCGGTAGGTGCAAATATGCATGCTGTAGGTAATTATGCTCTTCGATGGGCTTCTTATCGGGGACTTTTCAAGATAGTGAAATATATAGTAGAAAATGGTGCAGTTTATTATGCTGTTTATAATTGTTATCATTATATTTTTAATAACCCAATATATAATGCTGAAAAAAATGGTCACACAGAAATAGTTGAATATTTAAAACAACATGTTAGTGTCAAAAAATATATAACGGATTATCGAGATTACGAATTAATGAAATCAGCATGTCGATCTGATAATATTGATCAACTTAAATCATTGGTGGAAAAAGGTATTGATATTCATTACGAAGATGATTATGCACTTAGACATGCTGCTAGAGATGGTAGTTTGGAAATGGTACAATATTTAATAGATAATGGTGCTTATATTCATGCTCGCAATGAATATGCTCTTAGATGGGCTAAAAGGAAATATTCAAAAAGAATTTATGAATATTTAATAAAAAACGGAGCAATTGATGATGCCAATGATAATGCTATTTATTATTAGCACAGAAATTTTTTTTATTTGATTTTGTCAAAATTAAATAAAAAATTGAAAAATATTATCATTAAATACATTTAAAATGATATCAATAATATATATTCAAAATGGAATCTGGTAATAAAACTGATCTTATTATCGCGGTAGATGCGACGGGATCTATGGGAGATTTTTTGCGATCACTATCCGAAAGTTTAACACAAATTGTTCAGATTGTTGATATCACTAATGTAATTAATCGCATTCGTATTACAATGTATCGTGATTATTGCGATAAAGTTATTGTTAAATCATCTGAATGGGTAACCAAGATTGAAGATTTAATGCCATTTATTTCAAACCTTCGTCCTGATGGTGGTGGTGATATACCAGAAGCAGCAAAAACTGCCGCTAACAATATATTAGAATCTGTCACAAATAATACTATTGTAGTTTGGTATGCAGATGCTCCACCTCATCATAAATCTAATTGTAATGTATACAGTATGCACAGCAATTTTCAGAGAGAAAAAGATAATTTGGAATCCAAAAAACAAATATTTGATTGGGTAAATATTTGTAAACAATTTTGTCAAAAAAATATCATTGTTTATCCTGTTATTAATGTTTCTATTTTTAGCATGTCTTCGTTTTATCTACTAATGTCTTCCACGACTGGAGGAAAAACTTTGTATTTAACCAATACCAATCCTAAAACCATAACACAAATCACTATCAAACTATTTTTGAGTTTAATGGGTTGTGATAATGAGTTTGAAACCAATGTAAAAGAATTGACGTATGAAAATCATTTCAATTTCGATAAACTTGTGGATGAAAATAAAAATGATGGATATCTTCCCGGAACTGGTTTTTCTGATGGATTTCTTTTTGGAACTAGCTTTTCTAAAGACATTAAAAATATTCCGGTGCAAATTGAATCTAATAGTTGGTTAAAAACTGATTTGAGAAATCTGATAAATTTGTTTAACTGTGATTCTGAATACAAAAACAAAATTTTTAAAGTGTTTGAATCACTACTCAAACCACAAACTGTGTTGTCATTAACTTATAATACTATATTTGCTACTTTTTGGAGACTCATTTGTAAGATTTATGATGATCCTAGAAAAGAAACTCTCAAAAGTCAATTGTCAAATACTCTTGAATATCTGAAAAAGAATAATAAAGCTGATCATCTTATACTCACTGAATGGATTAGTGATTCATATAATCAAACATATGAAGTCAATGAAATTATTAATACCAAAGCCAAAGATAAAGTACCTGCACTAGTTCTAGATACTTCTAGACATTATCTTCCACAAGAAATTCTAGAATTGAGTAGATCATGTAATACCAAAGTTTTAGCTATGGTAGTTGATATGTTATCTGCACTTAGAATAGTTGATAATATTGATGAACTTCCCAAAACTTTAGATGAAATAGATAGTAAAGGAAGACCTTCTGCCATTAAATATATTCCTCTTTCACTATCGAACAGATATTTGTTTAGTGTATTGCCACATTTAATAGCGCCTGGAACTAATTTTTCACTTAGACCATCACTCATTATGGCTACTATTGCTTATTTAACAAATAATGTTATTTTGAGTACCAGAGCCAAAGAGCATTTAGAATATCACAAGGGTAAATGGATTGATCAAACTCTTCCAGAAAATTTTACTGGTGGCTTTATTAATTTAATGTTGAGAGTTCCTGAATTTCTTACCGAGTCTGAAATTGAATTCTTCAAGTTTTATCAACGAGTATTTGGGCTACTTATCAATGGTTCAACCGAACTAACTGTGGAATCTCCTATTACTCCATTTAAAAATGTTTGTCATGATTATAAAATTAAATGTGATCATTGTCAACATAATAGATCATTTACATTGACGACATTGGATTCTGAAGGAAAATATAAATGTGGAATGTGCTACTGTGAGCCAGAATACATGGCTCCTGAATCACAAGATGATAATCATTCTATTTATCTGGAATGTAAAACATGTTTATCACATTATGCTGTAGTCAATGCTCATTTAATGAATGTTACTCCTAAATGTTATGGATGTCGTAATGGACTCATTCAACCTGTTACTAAATGTACGAAGTGTACTAATAAATATGTTGATCCAACAGGTATTTATGGAGAAACATTTGTCTGTCCAGATTGTCATGTCGATCCAAGATTATCCGTAGCTGAAAATAATATAGTATTTAAAGATATTTATAATTTGAATAAATCAATTATCTATTCACAAGTTGGTTTTGAAATGCCTGCTGATATTAATATATTCGGTGGACATTCAATTTTTGCTCTTAAAGATAGAATCAATAAAATAGATTCATCAACAGAATCTAATCCTATGTTACAATTTAATAAAAAAGTGATTCTCAATTCGGTTAATGTTCTAGAACAAATGATTAAATGGATTAATTCAGGAACATCAGAAAAAGCATATTGTATGATTTGTTTCAATGAATTTTCTAGAAGCAATTTGCGAAAAGTTTGTGGACATAAGCAATGTAAATCAATTGCTTGTGCAGATTGTTTGAAATCATGGTATGGTGAAAATAAGGTGGGCGATTTAATTCAAGTCAATTCTTTATCTTGTCCATTTTGTAAACAATGTCCAACTTATAATGTTCTATCCAGTTATAACCGACAAGTATGCGCTATGATAAGAACTGGTAATCATTTTGATGTTAATTGGTGGTATGGTTGGTGTCTACAATGTTTCCAACCAAAGAAGGTTGTTGAAAAAGAATGTAGTGAAGATGCACCTCAATTCGCAGGCAAATTTACTTGTGATGATTGTAAGAGTGTCATAATGAAACCCGAAGATTCTAAACAATGTCCTAATCCTGAATGTCAAATTGCGATTATTAAAAATGGTGGATGTAATCATATCGAATGTGTAGCATGTAATAAGCACTTTTGTTGGATTTGTGCGGATACATTCTATGATAATTCTAAAGATACATATGATCATTTATATAAAAAACATGGAGGAGCATTTGGCCATGATTATACAGATGATTATCAGAATGATTCGGATGATGATAATGATGATTATTAATAAAAATTGAAAATAAATATTATTATCATTTAACTAAATTTAGTTAGATAATAATAATTAATAATATGTTAATCCTTGATATATTAAATAATGATACAATATTACACATATTTAATTATTTATCCGATGAAAAAAAATTAATGTTATGTTCAGTAAATAAATATTTAAGACAATTTATTTATAATATATATTTTAATAAACAATATGATTATAATCGAATAAAACATCTACCTTTTTTTAATAGATTTAAAAATATTAAATATGAAACTGATACATTAAATATACCATATGGTATAACACATTTAATATTTAAAAAAAATTTTAATCAATTGATAGAAGGATGTATTCCCAATAGTGTCACACATTTAACTTTTGGAGGATACTTTAATCAGCCTATAGAAAATAGTATTCCAAATAGTGTGACACATTTAACATTTGGATGGCATTTTGATCAATCAATAAAAAATAATATTCCGAATAGTATAACTCATTTAACTTTTAATGATGGATTTGATCAACCTATACAAGGATCCTTACCAAATAGCATAACTCATTTAACTTTTGGATATTATTTTAATCAACCTATAGAAAATAGTATTCCAGATAGTGTCACACATTTAACTTTTGAAGGATATTTTAATCAATCAATAAAAAATAATATTCCAAATAATATAACTCATTTAACTTTCGGATATTATTTTAATCAATCAATAGAAAATAGTATTCCCAATAGTGTGACGCATTTAACTTTTGGAGGATATTTTAACCAGCCAATAAAAAATAATATTCCAAATAGTATAACTCATTTAACTTTTGGAAATGGTTTTAATCAACCCATTGAAAATTGTATTCCAGATGGTGTGACTCATTTAACTTTTGGATTAAATTTTAATCAACCCATTGAAAATAATATTCCCGACAGTGTTATTTATTTAAAAATAAGTAAATCATTTTTAATTTTCCATAAAAAATATATAAGACATGGTTTGGAAATAAAGACTTTTTAAATATCAATGAAATAAAATTTATTTTATTAACATTTAAATTTAGTTTGGATTTAAATTCATCTTATGGTGAGGTCATAATTCCTTATAAATTCCCTTAATTGCCAAACCAAAGTTAATGCTCGAGTATAATTATCATATTTTCCTAATACACCTGTATTTAAAGTTTTGTATATAAATGTATGTTGGATACCATCAATTATACCATCGAATAAATGTATGTAACCAATATTACTAACAAGTGATTTACCTCGTGATATATTTTCAAACTGTTTAATGCATTTTTTGGGTATTGAAATGGTAATTATCCAACAATAATTACGATTAATTAAATCAATTGATCTCATTAATTTGCCAATTAATTGGTTACCTATATTAACATTAATTGGTGAATTAATTTTATATATTATATCTTCATCTGATACAGTTGCTTCTACCATTTTTCTAGGAAAAAAAGGTTTGGCTCTAATATTTTTTCGCAAATTTTCCCTAAACTTAATTTTATGATAAATTTGATTCAATACTGGAGGAAATAATTGTTTATCAAAAGATTTAGCAAAATTTAATATGTCTTTTGATGTTAACCATGTCGTGATATAATGAAATATTTCATTGGGTACAATTGAATTACCTATTATGTAACACATTATTTAATACAATTTTGGACATCATTTTAAGAAATATCAATTGAAAATATTATCAATATTTTATCAATAAATATATCAATAAAATATTGCGTATTATTCCAATTTAAATCCTCTAAGAAATATCAATTGAAAATATTATCAATATTTTATCAATAAATATATCAATAAAATATTGCGTATTATTCCAATTTAAATCCTCTATACATAACACTAGAAGCTTCGGTTATTTGAAAAACCATTCCATCTTTTAGTTCATGAATAACTGGATTCATTTTTTCTAATACTTGAGTGGTAGTATCTAAATTTTCATAAAGCAAATAATCACCATTAATACCCAGAGAAAAAAAATCATTGATGGCTTTAGTAAGAGCAGTTTGTTTATCAGGAGCAGAAACTGATATGGAAATATCTTCGATTACAATATATTCATCTTTTAGAATTCCATGATCCAAATTCATTCCTCCTCTTTTTTTAAGAAAATGTCTAGGTAACCCTTTCCAAGAAACAATATACATCGTCATATAATTTTATCAGTTATTGGTCTGACTCAATATTAAAGTATTTATTTTTTTCAATTATTTTGGAAAAAATTTGAAAAAAATATCGTCAAATAATCCAATATATTAATTTGATAGCAAAATGAATTCATTATCTTTATCCACAATATTTAATTCTGATATTTTATCGGATTGTACTCTTGATTTAACAGATGAAAATTCTACAACAACATTAAATGTGCATAAAATTATTTTATATTTGGGATGTCCTTATTTTAGATCTATGTTTGGTGAATTTAAAGAATCTAATCAATCCAAAATAATTCTGGAAGTTCCAAATGTACAAGCAACTTGTGATATCATTCAATCTTTTTATGGAACAAAAATTATAAATAGTAATAATAATTGGGAATATGAATTGAATCTATTTATGTGCAAAAGATTTTTTTGTATTGACACAAATTTTCCTCATCAAATCAAAATACCGAGTGATGAATTTGAAGAATTTTTGGTTATGATTGAAAAAATTGGGTTCAATCAAGATATCAAAAAATTTATTATTAAAAATATACCAGAATCATATGATTTTGACAAGTTATCGGATTTAATAAATAGATTAGAATGTGATCACAATGAACGTGTCAGATTAATGGCTAAAAATGTTTCCAAACCGTGTGATTTTGAAAAATTATCTACGAATTTTATTAAAGACTTGTGGAAAATCGTGGATACATATTATATTATATTAATTTCATTTTTCGAAATCAATATAATTAATCCCGAAGGAACAATTCATCGAAGTATTAAAAGCTTTTATGAAATAAAAGATGTTTGTTACTTCGAAGATAAACATTTAATTGCATATCATACTAATAAGAATATATATGTGTATGATATTGAACTAGATGAATGCATTTTTCAAAAATATTTTTCATCCGATTCTGAATTTATGATTAAAATTTATGGTGATAAATTAATGATTTACAAAAAAAATCGTAAATTAAAATTTTATGACATTAATAGTGGCGATTTAATTAAGTCACTCATTTTCAAAACAAGAGAAGTAATTAATATATTTATTGATGAAAAAGAAAATAAATTAGATATATTATATAATGAAACGGAAGATAAAATAATATCTGTTTATGATTTGAGCACATTTAGATTTTTGGAAAATAAAATTTGGTTGAATATATATTCTTTCGGATGTGATTATTCTATTTATGAAAAATCAATGATTGCATTGTATAGAAATACTCTTTTATTTGTGTTAAATTATAAAGGAAAAGGAGTTTGTGGTAGAGATAAATACAATAATAGTAAAAATAAATCATATGGTAGTGGAAAAAAAATTTATGATGGTACATCAAATATAGTTGGTATTTGTTGGGGAAAGTGGGGATCTATTATTTATTGTTGTGAACATGGTACAATTAATATTTATGATACATCTGAAAACAAATTAATAAAAACTATTGATACAAATTATGCCATTGAATCAATGACAAAAATATCTAATGACAGAATAATGATTAAATCTGGATCTGAATTGATTGAAATAGATCTTGATAGTGGTTGTGAATTAAAAAATATTAATATTAATTCAGATGTAAAATCTATTATGAAAATATCATCAGGATATGATAGATTGTACGAATTACTTCCTGAACCATAATTTTATTTTGCATAAAAGGTAAATTATTATTATTTAATACACAATTAGATAATAATAATCTTGCAACAAATATGAAATACAAAAAATCAAATTATTTATTTTTAGTTCGACACAAGAATTTATATTACAATAAGTTAACAACCAAACAAATCAATATATACACGAAAAAATGCCACATTAAATCCAATCAAATTGATAAAATTGGTATGACTCATTTAATGTGTGCCTGTATTTATTCTCGCAATGATAATAATTTATTGCTAGTCAAGTTATTACTTGAAAACAATAATAATGTTGAAACAATAGATGATTCTGGTCGCACAGCACTTGTATATTCGTTAAAATATCCTAATAATATCGAAATTATCAAACTTTTGTTAAGAAATAGCAAATATAATAGCGAATATATAAACCAAACTTTTATACATTGGTCCAAAACGGATTATTTACCTGATATTAACATTGGCAAAACATTATTGAATTTTGGAGCTAATATTGATTATCAAGATATAGACAATCGGACAGCATTGTTTAATATTTTAAATAATTATATCCATGATAATATTACTAAACAAGTTAGATTTTTATTAGCTAATGGAGCCAATATTAATATAATTACTGATAGACCATTTAATGATTTGGCAAATGAAATTAGATGGATAAGTAATATTGGAAAATATTTAATAGAATCCATGGAATTTATAACTACAGAAGGTACTACCAGTATTACATCCGATGATCTAATTACTAAATCAAAATATAGACCAATGGATTACGCTATTGAAAGATATAAATTAAATGACGATCTAAAAATAATAGGTATATTGTATGATTATGGTTATCATAAAATGCCAAAAACAAATAATATATGTATTATCAGTTATTGTCATGATATTATTCAAAAAATAAATATATTCAAATCATATTTCAAAACTATCAACCGAGATCTAAAAATGTGTCGTAATGAAATAATTTATAGGCCCAATAGTTTAAGATGCACAATTACTCAATTAAATTGGAATACAAATGCTGATATTAAATTTAAAATAAATAATTATCCCATTTTTAGTTTTTTTGGAATTCATAATAAAAGAGAATTAGATAAATACTTGCCAAAAATTTGAAAAAAAAACTCATGGACTTGTCATTATGAAGTCAAATAATAACAAATGTCAAATATTGATATACTTAATGATGATGTTATTTTGTGTGTATTTAATTACTTGTCCAGTAGAGATAAGATAATGTTTTGTTCTGTAAATAAATATTACAGGGAAATCATTCATTATATTCCTATTACTAATCACAATCATATTAGGATAAAATACCTATCAGGTCAAATTCAATTTAAAAATTTATGGAATTATATTTTATTCAGACATGCAAAAAATAGTTTTAAAAATGAGTTAAAATACATTCGCGACAGTATCATTTTTTCGCCACAAAATTTAAGATCTAAATTTTTACATATGAGATGGAATTTGAGTAATGGTTTACCTTGTAATGTCGAAACTAATTCTAGAAAATTATTTGAATATTTTGGTATTAATAGTATGGAAAAAGTACAATCTCTAATGTTTGATGATAATGTAATATTTGATTGACCATTATTTTCAATACGTACAAATTATTATCATGCATATTTAAAATAAATATATATGATAATGAACCATACTTTGATTTAATGGATTTAATTGATAAAAAATTGATAAATACACATCATGATACATATAATTATTTTCAAATATCATCAAATGAATTCGTCAATAGTTAATCATAAATTTTATAAATTTATTGATGAAAAATGGATTCAGCGAGGATTTTTATATAAAGAAGGTTTAAATATTTTGGATAAACCTTTTGAAAAACATGGATCTTGTGTTCCTGGAGGATTATATTTTACCGATATTACAAAAATATTTAATTATTTAACTTATGGTACCAGACTTGTTGAAGTTACTATACCAATCGATGCTCAAGTTGTGATAGATGATTATGATTCGCACAAATGGAGAGCAGATAAAATTATTATAAAAAATATTGGTATTATTACTGATATTGATACAATAAAATATTTAATAAATGAAGGAGCTAATTTTACTAAACATGTTCCTGAATTTTATAATGCATCAATAAAGAATAATAATATTGCGCTTCTTAAATACTTGCTAAAAAATTTTTTAAAAGATTCTCGCGAAATGCAAAAAAAAATAAAAAATACAACAATATCACATGGTTTTTATGAAGATGAAATTATATACTTGTTGATAAAATATGGCGCAAAAATTGATGATTATTTTCTTAATGATCTTATTGAGGGAGAAAATTTAATCTTGGCAAAAGCAATTTTGAAATATAAATATCTAGCAATAAAAACGTTATACATATTAGCAGGAAAATATAACAAACTGAGGATTATTGAATTGGTTCATAGATATTTTCCACAAATAAAATCATACCATAATTTTAACAATGAAATTTTTTATTATGCTGTTATCAATGACAATATCAATATGATCAAATATATGATCGACAATGGTTTTTATTTTAGTATAAATATCCCTACTTTCATTTCAAACAAAAAAATTAGTAACAAAATATTATCATATTTAAACTCGCAGTTTGATAATATTATCAAAAATAATATAATAAATTCCAAGACTAAACTTCTCGAGTCAGATTTACTAATCGATGATAATATTATTGATTATCGCGAACATTTGGAATATTAATAAAATTGATAAAAAAATAATATACAAAAATAACTATTTGTTTATACATTAGCAATGAATAAATTAATAGTTTTATCTATAGTTTCTATGAATGAACCTACCAAAGAAACCAGATTCGAGTATATATTATCAGATAAAAATAGTTTGGAAGATAAAATAAATAATTTGAAAAAGCGTGTTTTTGATGATAATATTAAAGAGTTCAAAGAAATTTATGGCACAAATTCTGTCTGTCCATACATAAATTGTGATACATATTTAAATCCTAATTTTGAAAAATCTAATAGAATTGAAGGTATATTTTCCATAATGGATGATATATTTCTAATAGAACAACATACATCATATGTATTCGCATATGGTATAACTGTAGTAAATTTGAATAAAGATAATCAATTAATATTATATGAACATTAATATATGACATTTAAATAGAATATTTTATTAATATTCTATTTAAAACTAAAATAAATTTAGTTTCTCATTCACTTGTTGTGAAAAAAGTTGTAACCAACATATGCGTTGATTTGTCCTCCACCCATGCTGCTACCATATCCAGAGATTCCGCTATAAGATCCACTACCACCTGCAAATGCTCCAGAACTAAAATCTTTGTGGTAGGAAGCACTACCACTATAACTAGTGAGGTGACCTACAGTACCTCCTGCAAGAAAAGTCGCTTGAAGATTCGAAGGAGTCGTCACACCAGGAAGATGGAGATTAATCGGTCTATCGGACATTATATTAATAACTATGTAGTGATTATTGGGTTATTATTTTAATTCTATTTCAATGGAATATTCAGACAATATTTTTTTCAATTTTTTCTATCCATCACAAATAAAATTTGATTAATTTACGTTCATCAAAAAATCTATTATATTGATTCACCAAATGAATTTAATCACGAAAGATTTTTGTCAATTATTTGATTCTGAAATTTTATCAGATGTCAAAATTATACTTGTTGATGATAAAAATCAATTATCTTTGAATTTACATCGTGTCGTTTTATTTGCTAGATGCCAATTTTTTGAGAAAATGTTTTTGAATTTTGTAGAAGCAAAGCAATTTGATGTTATTGTCAATGTTATTGATATCAATGTTGCTAGAGACATTATTAAAAATATTTATGGATTTGAAATAAATCAACCAGATAATTGGCAATATAAACTAAAATATTATATTTGTTGTGATTATTTTGGAATAAAATGTCAATTACCTGTCAATATTAAAATACCCAATGATTGTTTTGATGATTTATTGAATCTAATTGATATCATTGGTTACACTAATGAAACTATTCAAATATTAGCAAATAATTTACCAGTAGATTATAATATGTCAAATTTACCGATTGATCTTCTTAAAGAAATTAATAATAATATTTATTCAAATGATATGATTATTATGAGATATAAATCTGGGATTATGGGTATAGATATTGTGGATAAAAATGCTGGTGAAATAAAAAATATCCATCGAAAAAATTATTGTAAAAATTTATGCTATCTTTCTAAAATGGACAAAATAATTTTCACTAGGAATAATAAATTAATGGTTTATGATCTAAATGCTGATAAACTTCAAAAATATACATGGTCAAATACTAAATTCAAATCACTTATATACAATTCCATAAAAAATGAATTAATCGTTCTTGTTGACAATATAATCAAAAATAATTCATTAATACACATTGTTTGTGTACAAACTTTTAATATTATTGAAACTATTGTTGATACTGATTCTAAATATAATATTAAAAAAATATATTTGTCGTCATCTGGCAATAAATTAGCATACGTATTAGAAAAAAAATATAATTCCAAATCCAAAATCAAAGAATATATTAAGATATATGATTCGGAAACAAAAACACATATACTCATTGATAAATCATTAAACAATGAAAACATTGTTAAAATAAAATTAATAAATAATGATACACAAATTATATTTTCAGACATTGAAGGTAAAATAATATTATGTAATATATTAGGCAAAAATATATTATATTCTGGTCTTATTTTTAATACGCATCGTGGTTTATCTGATTTTGATGTTTATCAAGATAAATATATTATCATGGCTAGAGGTTATGTGGTTTGTTTATATGATTTCATAAATAAAAAAATTATATACAGATTACCATGCGATTTAAAATATGTTAAAATAATATCTGGTGGTAAAATGATAACATATGGAAATAATCAAACCATAATTTATGATATTATGCAAGGCGAAAGTTCAGCTGAAAATTTAAAATATTTAAATTTTAATTATATACAAGATTTATGTTTTATTAATTATGGAAATAGTTTGAAAAAAAGAATTGAGAATTATATTGATTAATAATTATTTGGGCAAAAAATTGAAAAATATTTTACTAGATTTTGTTGATCAAATAATTATACTATTTAAATCACCATACAATAATGGATAATAATTGCTATTATTGTGGTTCAATAATATATTCTGAAACATATCACAATTGTGTAAAAATTAATAATGAAATAAAAAAAGAGCTCAAAATAATCGATTACAAGCTTATTACTATTGATGAATTGGGTATATTAGCCGGTAATAATGATCGTGGAGCACAAGATGAGATTGTATATCGTTATTTAAATCAAGGTGCGATTAATTTATCTCAAAAACATATCAAGCCAATTAAATGGCAAAATATCATTGAGCGAGCTATTGATGATCAATATTTTATGTATTTTTTATTATATTTTGAGTATAACGCATATGATGCTATATTTGATATATTATTTGAAAAAGTTAAACTAGCCTCTAAAGCTGGTGATAGTATGGCACAATGTAATCTTGGTAAAATGTACCACGACAGTCTTGGTGTTAAAAAAGATATACAAAAAGCAGTCAAATGGATTACCAAGTCAGCAAATCAAAATAATAAATACGGATTGATTAATTTGGCTAAATATTATGAAAATGGTGACGGTGTTTTTATGGATGTAAATAAGGCAATTAAATTATATGAACAAGCAGCTAGTCAAAATTTGTCTAGCGCGCAATTTTGCCTAGCTAGATTATATGAAAATCAATGTCCACCGAATTATACATTGGCATTCAAATATTATCGACAAGCTGCAAATCAAAATCATAGTTATGCGCAATATTGTTTGGCGATTTGTTATAATTATGGTCATGGTGTCCCATTAGATTATCAAATGGCAATACATTGGTTAACACTAGCCATTGATCAAGGTTTGAATTCTGCTAAAATTGAATTGGCCGATATGTATATAAAAGAATTGGGAGTAAAAAAAAATTATCACAAAGCTTTCGAATTATTAAATTCATCTATCTATGATGATGGTACAGATGATATCGATGATTTTAATGCCATGTCATTATTAGCATCTATGTATAAATATGGACAGGGTGTAGAAAAAGATGTTAATAGAGCGATCTATTTGTATTTTAAATCAAAAAAACTTAATAAAATTAAGAGAATATTTAAGATTAAAACTATTACTTTTATTAATCCAATTAGTGTTGATTGTAATAATGATAATATTATTGATATTGATCAATTGGAATCTAAAATTATTTATAAATTACAATCGATAATGATAAAACTAAAATATGAATGCATCAATATTTATCATATTGATATCGAGAACTCTTTACAAGAAACTGAAAACAAGTTTATGAAATTGGTAAAATTAAGAACCCAAATAAATAATTCAAGTGCAATGATTACATGTTTATCACTTAATAAAAATATATATATAAAACCCGTGGATGATACAAAAAATTTATATTTTAATATATATAATTTAGATGATATAGCTTACTTAAATTTTGGCACTAAAAATACTAAACTTACTAATAATATATTTAAAAAACTTGATAAATATAAATCCAATATGTTACTAGATTTAAAAATCATTTTGGAAAATAAATACAAAGAAAAAGTCAATGATTTATTAAATTCTGTCAAATGTGAAAATCATTCACATCAACTTGGTATAGTCAAAGATATAGAAGATATCATATTTTTTCAATTACAAGTGGAAAAAATATCATCTAAACTATTAATGTATTTCAATAGCTTAATAGAAGATATTAAATCTAATACACATATCCGTAACCAACAATTTCAACGTGAATATTCTTTTATTTTTGAATGAAAATAAAACTTATTAATACATTTTTTTATTTAATAGTATTAAATAAAAAATTGAAAAAATATCCATTAGAATTATCATTCATATTAGTTATTTAAATCATCATACAATAATGAATAACAATTGTGATTTTTGCGGTTCAATTATATATTCAGAGACATATCACAAGTGCATTAAATCATCTGGGAAAATCAATGACAAAACTAAAGTGGTCGATTATAAACTTGTCACACTCGATGAATTGGGTATATTAGCTGATAATAATGATCGTGGAGCACAAGATGAAATTGTTTATCGTTATTTAAATCAAGATGCTAATCATTTATCTCAAAAAAATATTAAACCAATTAATTGGCAAAATATCATTGAACGAACCATTGATGATCAATACTTTATATATTTTTTATTGTTTTTTGACAATGATGAATATCATGATATATTTAATGTATTATTTGAAAGTGTTAAATTAGCTGCTAAGAATGGTGATAGTATGGCACAATATAATATTGGTCAAATGTATTATAAAGGTCTTAGTACTAAAAAAAATATACAGAAAGCAATTAAATGGATCACAAAATCGGCAAATCAAAATAATAAATATGGATTGATTAGTTTGACTAGATTTTATGAAGATGGTGATGGTGTTTTGCCGGATATAAATAAAGCAATTAAATTACTTGAACAAGCAGCTTGTCAAAATTTATCAAAGGCTCAATTTTATTTAGGTCGAATATATATGTATACAGATCCGCCCAATTATAAACTCGCATTTAAGTATTATCAAGAAGCTGCAAATCAAAATCACACTAATGCACAATATTGGTTAGCTATATTTTATAAAACTGGTAAATATGTATCAAAAGATAATCAAAAGGCAATATATTGGTTGACACTAGCCGCGAATCAAGGTTTAAATTCAGCTAAAATTAAATTAGCTGAAATGTATATACAAGGTACTTGTGTAGAACAAGATTATCACAAAGCTTTTGAATTATTAAATTCGTCTATCTATGATGATGATACAAATGATTATTATGATTATATCGCCATGTCAGAATTAGCACGAATGTATAAATATGGTTATGGTGTTAAAGAAGATATATCCAAAGCAATCTATTTATATATTCAATCAAAAAAACTCAAAAAGATTTTCAAAATATTTAAAATCAATACTATTACATTTATTAATCCAATCAATATCGATTATGAAAATGATAATATTATTGATATTGATCAATTAGAATCTAAAATTATTTATAAATTACAATCAATAATGATAAAACTAAAATATAAATGCACTAATCTTTATCATATTGATATAGAGAATTCTTTACAAGAAATTGAAAATAAATTTGTGGAACTGATAAAATTACGAACACATTTAAATAATTCCAGTGCAATGATTGATTGTTTTTCATTTAAGAAAAATACATCTTATAAATCAATGATCAAATATAACACCAAATACTTATATTTTAGCAAGCATAACTTAGATAATATATCATATTTGAACATTGGTCCAGATAATGTTAAACTTGTCGATGATATTTTTGAAAATCTTGATAAATCTAAATTTAATGATATGTTACTAGATTTAGAACTCGCATTAGGAAGTAAATACAAAGAAAATGTTGATGATTTAATAAATGCTGTTAAACATGAAGATCATTCTCATCAATTAAATATAATTAAAGATTTAGAAAATATTAAATTTATCCAGTCGCAGATAGAAATAATTTCATCCAAATTATTTAAATATATTGATGCATTTATTGATGATATTAAATCCAATACGCATATTCGTAATCAACAATTTCAACAAGAATATGCATATATATTTGGATATAAATAAAAATGAGTTCTAAATAATTATTAAAACTAATAATTATTTGGAAACATTATTAATGACTAACATAAATCATCATTATCATCATCAAATTGATGATATCTTGATTGAACATAATCATCAAAATCTTTATCGGAAATATTTTCGCCTTTTTCTTCAATGAGAGTTTGAATGTCATCATCAGTCACTATAATATGAGACCATGATTTTTCTTGGAGCCTGTAATCAATCTCACGTTTGATAGCAACATAAAGTTGTCGATTATATCCTCGTTCCATAAGTTCATCAATGCAATTATCTGTGATTTTTTCTCCTGATTCTTCTTTTTCTTGAATCAAATTATCAACATCATGCTCAGTGATAGGATATTTTGTCTGAGCGTTACCCATGATAATTAAATAGTTTTGTCAGAGACTAGTATAATATTATAATCAAATAAACTTATTAGAATATGTTATTATCAATTTTTATCAAATGGTCAAAAAAAATTGATAACCAAAATATATGGGAAATATATTATTAATGTATTAAATATAATTAATTGTTGATTGATAATTACATTAATGCCGAGCAAAATTAGAAGAAACAAGCCCAATAAAACATATAATGAATTTCATCCCTTCTGTTATAGAGAATTCGGTGTAACTACTAATAAATATAAAATATTACAAAAAATCGTCAAATTATCAAATACCGCATATATTATAAAAAGAATAATAAACGAAATTAGAAATAGATATCCAAATCAAGATCCACGTGTCTCTCGTATTATACAAAAATTTACCACTAAAATTAGATATCTAGAAAAAAATATAGCTCAAATGAAAAATCAAACTCGTGGTTGTTCATTTGATTCTGTTCATCATGATTCTATTCATAATGATTCTATTCATAATGATATATTTACACAAATATCTTTTCTACACCAACTTGTTCGCGATGGATAACATTCCATTATACTAATACATGTGTGGCCTTCGCTTCTTAGTTTTTCCACAAATCTATCTTCTTCTGCTTGACGTCTGGCCATGTCTTCATATATTAATTTTTGTTTGCATACATCTTTCATACACCATCTAAATTTAGGATTATTAGAATATAAAATCTCACAACAGTCGTGATTATTATTCTTTAAAAATTTACATAATTCTTTCATAATTGGTTTATCCTCGCTATTTTTATAAACACTATCGGTATTAGTGACACAAATATTTTTCATACACCAATTTAGTTTATATGTTTTTTTTGCATTCGCATTAAATATAATTTCAACACATTTATGATTTTTTTCTTCCAAAAAATCAGCTACTTGTTTGATAATTTTAGGACAAGTATTATTTTTTTGCATAATTATAATATAAATTTGAATAATTGATTTAGCTTTAAATAATTATTCAAAAAAATTGATATATTATAAACATATGTATATCATTTGTATAATTAAAATAATAATATAATGTTTGCAACTATTTTAGATTATGATGATGATGACGATCAATATATTGAAGGAAAAACATATTTTCCGCGAGAATCACAATATCTAAAATATGTGGACATAAAATATATTAACACATTTTACCAAAAAGGTGTCGAAATTGCTATTATCGAATTGCCAAATCATCCAAATTTAAAAATTATGGAATGGGAAAATAATATTTATGTAACAAATATTTATAAAATTTCCAAAATATATTCTTTATATGAATCATCTACATACACAGAATTAGAGTTGAATGTAGAAGACAATAAATACATAATAGATTTCGCATCAGGTGATGGCCAAATTGAATTTTTAGACTGGTATATCTCTTTAGGATTAAAGTTAAATTATTCCGATCTGGCTATTACTAATGCATGTAAAAATAATCAAACACATATGCTTCAATGGTGGATATCATCCAACTTGCCTTTAAAATATTCTGATGAGGCAATAGATTATGCATCAAAATATGGACATGTTGAAATATTAGATATTTGGTTAAGTTCTGATTTGCCTCTAAAATATTCTAATGGAGCAATGGATAGTTGTTCGGAATCAAATAATGTTGAAATTTTAAACTGGTGGTTAAATTCTGGTTTAGAATTGAAATATAGTGAAAGTGCAATTGATGACGCTTCGATCAATGGATATTTTGATATATTAAATTGGTGGTTAAATTCGGGTCTAAAATTAAAATATAGTGAAGAAGCGTTGGATTTAAATTATTATTATTATTCCGAGGATGAAATTATTCAAATATTTAATTGGTGGTTAAATTCTGGATTACCTCAAAAATACAATAAAATTATGATTGATAAAATTTCACAATGTGGATTTATCAATGTGTTAAATTGGTGGCTTAAATCAGGATTAGAATTGCAGTATAGTGAAGATTCATTAAATTTTTACAATAATTATTATTATCACAGTGAAGACAAAATTATTGAAATAATTGAATGGTGGTTAAACTCTGGTTTAACATTACGTTACAATGAAAATTTAATAAATTATTGTTGCGAATCTGGACATCTCAAAGTTTTGGATTGGTGGAGCAATTCAAAATTACCAATATATTTTAGTCCCGATTTATTTGATAGTAGATATAATATTTATAACATGGGTCCAAAATTATTGGATGTCATCAAATGGTGGTGTAACTCAAATTTAGAATTTAAATTTACTAATCGATTTATAGATAATTTATCTAACCGAGGTCTTGTAGAAATTATCGAGTGGTTATTGAATAATGATTTTGAAATAAAATATTCATCAAATGTTATGGATTATACATTGAATGTTAAAGCTTTAGAATGGTGGAAAAATTCCGGATTAGAATTAAAATATACAAACATGGCTATTGATTGTTTAGGAAAGTATACTAATGTTACTGATGTGTTACAATGGTGGTTTAATTCTGGATTAGAATTAAAATATACTGAAGATTCTATTAAAAATGCATTATTCTTTAAAAATAAAGATATTTTGGATTTATGGCTTTCATCTCCGTTTGAAATTAAATACACACCAATAGATTCAGATAATGAATCCGAGATAATAAAATGGTGGAACGAACAATACAATAATATTAATTAAATAATATTAATTATCTAATTAATCATTTAATCATTATTTATCAACATATTTAATAGCTTTAGGCTGATTTTCTAATGCTATTTTAATATATTCTTCTTTTTTATTAATCACATATTCCAAACTATAACCATTTGTTGTTAATGCTTGTTTGACAATTTCATCCGATTGTCTATTTTCAGGTATGATCGATAATAAATATGGTTTCACTTTGATAATTCTCATAATAACATTATCATCAAAATCAAGGATAAATTTAAATCTATCTTTTTTGGGAATATTAACCATATATTTAGATTTGAATATCGTATTCAAAATGTCATTATCAATACAACCACAATATTTTAGATATGTGTAATGATATTCAATTGTTTTAACGCACATTTCTTTTGTTTGATATTCATATGGAATGAATTTAATATTTTGAAGAGAATCTTGAAACATTTGATTACAATATTCTTGATCCAAATTTTTAATGTAGGGAATTAAATTGTAATATTTGCCTAATTTTATTTTATTGATCATTTGTTCTGTTTGATATATATGTGGTATGTATTGTATAGATTCAATATTGCGATCAAATGCAAGTTCACATAATTCTGGTGTCAAATATTTATCATTAATATCTTTTAAACACATCGGACATTTTGTGATTATTTTTTCAATAATGTCTTGATTTAAATATTTTTCGGGAATATTTTTAAATTCGTGCAATAAAAATCTAGAATTAATTATCAAATCAATCATTTTATCATCAGTACATTTCATGTTTCTCAAAATATTTCCATAAATATAACAATGATTATTATTAATAATTTGATTGAGTGCTTCTTTGCATAATTCTAATGTTTGATTATCAATACAAGATATAACAAATCCATCTTTTGATACAGCTGTTTTACATTGTTCATAAGTAGGCGATTCTATGTACTTAATAATCCATGGTGATTTTTCAATTAATTCTAATGTTTCTTGGTAATTAAATAGGTGTTTGTATTTGTCAAATACCTCATTATATTTGGTAATAGCAAATTGTATAACTCGCTTGGAGGGATTTTTCACATCTTTGAATCCGAAATATTCTTTTTCTAAGTATGCGATTGTGACATTGTCAGATGGATTAATAATATTTTTGTATAAAGATTTTTTACTTTGGCATTCTCTAATAGCTTTAATTATTGTTTTTTCATTTCCACTGCAGAGAGAAAAATCAGAAAATTTACCATAGATTGTTTCAGGAGGTCCATTATATAAGACTACAGTGAGATACTTGTAAAAATCACTAGTCAAAATATTTTGTTCCATTTTAATTACTTACAATAATTATTTAAATATTGTAATTAATTGTTATTTCAATTTTTTAAGGATGTGGTACTAATAACATTTTCCTAATATCACTTAGATCAGAATTAAAATCATTAGTCATTTCACCAGTTTCTCCGCTCCATATTTTAATTTGACCATTAGAATCAATGGTTATCATTGAATTATGATAAAAATAAGCATTCTTTATGGCACAAGTATTAGTATTATTCATAGAACATATATACTTACGTGTTTTACAACAATAAACCATAATATCACCACAACTTGATGTTACTACTAAATAATTTCCATCTGATGACAAGTTAATGTCTATAACACTATATTTTTGAATGTTTTTAATATATTTGCATTTTTCTTTGATATCAATAGATGTACAATTTTTATCATCATGCCAAAAAACAATAACTCCATTTCCTTGATTAACAATTAATTGATCATAATTTTCATTGTATCTAAAATTGTGAATTTTACAAAAAGATGTATATATTTCTTTATTGATTTCTTTACCAGTTGATATATCAACAAATATAATATCTATGTGAAATTTTTTATCACGAGATATAACAATTATATTTTTATTCATAAAACATATATTTGTTGTTCCATAGACAGTATTTTCAAATTCTGTAATTATTTTCCAAGTGTTAGTATTCCAAATTTTTATCATACCATTATAATATTCTGAGACTAATGTTGATCCATCAGGAGAAAAACAAACACGTCTACAATAATTATTATCTTTTTCTTTTATTTTCAAAGTTTTAATTAAAACTAATGACGGTATATCAAAAATTTTAACAATACAATTACTATTAGCAGTAGCTAATAAATTTGATGAATAAGACATATCAATAATATTTTTACCTTTCATTGTACAAGTATTAACCAATGATTTATTTAATATGTTATGTATGTTAATAGTATTTTTATTACACGATATTATCAACATATTGTATTTAGCTAATTTATTTTTTATTTTATTTGATAATTTGGATAAATCATAACCATTTGGAATATTTTTTGATAAACATTCAATAAGATTATTGTCATAATTTGTTATTTCTACCACACTAATTAAAAATTCAAAGTATTTTTCAGGAACCACTATGTTACGAATATTTTTAGTATCAAATGTAATACCAAGATAGTCGCAACATCTAATGTAATCTAATTGATACAACCAATCGGGATAATCAGTTGAATTTATGATTTGACCATAAAAAGATGCTATAATATCTTGTGTAATAGATACATTTGGAACTTGAATGGTAATTTTATCCTGATTACTTTCTGAACCTAAAGTAAATAAGTTTTTAAAATAAGTGCTTGACGAATATAATACACACTTGTGAACATTTATAGTAATTTTTTTTTGATCCGAAAAATCAAAAATATTATCCTCATCGCTACATATAATCAATATCAAATCGGTATATTTATTTTTTTTTGATAGCGAGTATAACTCATTTAAATTCATTGGTGGACTGAATTATTTGATTATTTAATAAAGTTATCCAAGAAAGAAATAACAATTGTTATTATTTTCAATTTTTTTACATAAAAATTGAAAATAATAATAGTTGTTAAATCACGATTAAAAATCATGACAAATTATTATAATAATCATGGAAGATAATTCATTATTCACACCTAAAAAGTTTACACCAGAAAAATTCACACCCAAAAAATTTACTCCAGAAAAGTATGTTTCAGAAAAATTCGTTTCAGAAAAATTCGTTCCTGAAAAATTTACGCCAAAAAAATTCACTCCAGAAAAATTCATTCCCGAAAAATATGTTCCAGAAAAGTATGTTTCAGAAAAATATGTTCCAGAAAAGTATGTTTCAGAAAAATATGTTCCAGAAAAGTATGTTTCAGAAAAATATGTTCCAGAAAAGTATATACCGGAAAAATATACGCCTGAAAAATATACATCAGAAAAATATGTTCCCGAAAATTTTACCAATAATCAAAAAATAAAAGCTATTATTGATAAATTTTTATTACTTCATTCAGATTTATTGGACAAATCCATACCAGAAATAATAAACTTAATGGAATTATTTCTAATTGAAGAAAAATTATAATTTAGTTCACATATTGGACCATTTTAATAAAATATTGAAAAATATACATAATTAAATAAACAACGTTATTTTGTTAATATTAATAAGATAATGTTATTTAAAAATTATAGTAGTGAAACAAATTATTGTTGTAATCTTAAAATATCATGTAAAAAATTTAGTAAAACGTCATATTTGGTTTCTCATTTAAAAATATTAGATATTGATGTAGTTGTAGACTATATTTGGAATAATAAGAATGATGTTGATTCGCAAAATGAATTAGGATGGACTGCTTTAATGGTTGCTTGTGAAAATTGTACTACTACAAAATATAAAACAGTAATTAAATTATTATTGGAATGCGGAGCTAATATTAATATTCAAAATAATAAAGGGGAAACAGCTCTTATGTTGTTAGTGTCAAATTATTTTGAAAATAATATTGATGTTGTAAAATTATTATTAGATAATGGAGCGAATGTTAATTTTAAAACCTCGGATAAATGGACTGCTTTAATGTTAGCATCAAGATGTTCCAATATACCGAGTAGTACCGATATAATTAAATTATTATTAGAATATGGTGCTGATGTTAATTTATGTAACAATAAAGGATGGTCTGCCTTAATGTTAGTATCAAAATATTCTGAAAATAATGTTAATATTGTACAATTATTATTAGATAATGGAGCCAATATTAATTTATGTAATAATAAAAAATGGACTTCATTAATGTTAGTATCAAAATATTCCGGAAATAATATTAATATTGTAAAATTATTATTAGATAATGGAGCCAATGTTAATTTATGTAATGATGGAGGATGGACTGCTTTAATGTTAGCATCAAATTTTTCTAATATATCAAGTAGTATTGATATAGTTAAATTATTATTAGAATATGGTGCTAATATTAATTTATGTAGTGATAAAGGATGGACCGCTTTAATAATAGCATCAAAAAATTCTAAAAATGATAATAATTTTAATGTAGTGAAAATTTTATTAGATCATGGTTCCAATCCAAATATTAAAAGTAATGATGATCACACAGCATTATCACATTTAGCAATTAAAAATAATATTAAAACTATATTATTATTATTGGATTACGATGCTGATTATAAAATGAATTTGACTTGTAATTTTTTTAAACATTTGGATTCTGACAATATACTAAAAGTTATTAATCGAATAGAAGAAATAGCCATCATTAAAAATAATTTTTCGTGCGTATGCAATGATATTAAAAATAATGTAAATCATGTATATTTAGAACCAACTAGTTTTAGACTAAAAATACTCTCAATACAATGGTATTTAAAAACAGGTGATATTGAAAAGGTTATTACATGGAATAATTTAAGTATATTAGATTATTTTGCAATTTATGATATTGATAGTCTTAATTTAAAAATAATGGATACAATAAAATATATGGATTAATAAATTAATCAGACCAACAATATCGTTTCAATAAAAATTAAAACCAACATATTAATCAAATAAAAATTTGAAATTTTAACCTTTTAGAAATTCCATTAACTCAAAAAATTATATACAAAAATATCTTTATATAATGAAAAGAGCTAGCTCAACCATCAATAAATCTCATGTATTGAAAACATCCCAATTTATGACTAGTAAAAAGTTATATACCACTGATTCATGTAAAAGTCAATATTCTACTACAAAAAAATCATTATGCACAAACTATTAATAACAAAATGACCAAACGATCTATTAATTCAACTAAAGAAGAGCCATTCGATGTTGATAAAGAATTCAAAAAAGAACTGAAAAAAATAGGGAATGAAATTATTGATGTTATTATCGGAGGAACATGTACTGGTGTTATTATAGCAACAATTATAGTAACTTTGTGATTTGTTAATTTTATGATTTCATAAAACTAATAAACATGCTTAATATTTTATTAAGATAATAATCATTATATTTGTGTATCATAATAAACCTTGTTGTTAAATTATTTATCGATAAAAATTTGATTTTATAATGGTATTTTTATGACACACTCATTATTGTTAATCATAATAATATATTATGATTAACAATAATGGAAAATTTCAATGATAAATTTGAATACGAGTGTTGTCCCGGTGTCAAATGTGGAGGATTTACAGAATTAATGTTTATGGTCAATAATGTTAATAATATGTCTAGTCAGCAATTATTATCCATGATACCATTTCATCTACTATCAACATGTAGGATTAATAAATATATATCATATATTGATACTAAAAATGAATTAGGATGGACTGCATTAATGATTGCATGTAGAAATTCAAATATTACTAGTAGTAATGATATTGTAGAATTATTGTTAACATTAGGTGCCGATACAACTCTTTCTAATAATAATAGCGAGACGGCTTTAATATTGGCATTTAAATATGCTGGTACTGGTAGTAATATTGATACAGTAAAATTATTATTAAATCGTTGGAATGAAATTGATTTATGTAGAAATTACGAGCTTTATTTTTCTATTGCGTGGAAGAATAAATTTCATAGTATGGAATTATTAAAAATATTGGTAGAAAATTATGCTAAAAGTAAATACAAATATGAAATTTTTGCTCAAATGGTGAAAAATTCTCGCACAGAAAGAAATACTCAAATCTTAAAATTATTATTCGAACATATTATTGATTTTAATTATACGGTATTAATAGATTGTAATTCAACACCTTTAATGTCGGCTTGTAGATATAGTTCTACTACTAGTGATATTGAAACAGTTAAATTATTACTCGAAAAAGGAGCTGATCCAAATTATTTCAAAAAAAATAAACATTTACCTATAATATTAGCCTCTTCATATTCTCAATCAACGAGTAATATGGAAACAATTAAATTATTACTAGAACATGGTGCAAATGTTAATGCGCATGATATTAATGGTAATACTGCTTTAATAATGGCGATCAAAAATTCCAATACTTTTAGTAATTTTGAAACTATCAAATATTTATTAGATAATGGTGCTGATCCAAATATTGTCAATAAATCTTTAGTATCGCCTTTACATACAGCAATCGAAATATTTAAAGATAATACAAATATTATTGAATTGTTACTTGAACATAAAGCTGACGTTAGTGCATTAAATCATAAATGTGAAACTCCTTTATTTTTATTTATTAATAAATATCCAATGATATGTCATGATAAATATAAAAATATTATAGAATTATTTATAGATCATGGTTCTAATATTGGTACACAAACTGCATATGGTGAAACTATATTGTTTAATTTATTGAATATATATATTAATAAAAAAGGACAAGATGAATCACTTAATGAAATTATCGATATTTTTTTAATAAGAGGAATTGGTTGCAACTGTAGTGAAAATCCGCCATTGTTACAATTAGCCAAACATTCTCATGAAATTGATATGACTGATATTGTTGTTAAACTTATAAAATATGGAGCTGATGTTAATCTTATTGATCGTCATAATCAATCTGCATTATCTGTAGCTTTAAAGGCTGGTGGAGGAAAAAATTTATATTTTATCGAATTATTATTAAATTTTGGGGCTAATATTAGTGCTGAATATTTGAATACTAGTTTTATGTCAATAATCGAGTCCAAAAATCTTGCAATAATTAAATTATTATTGGATCATGGTATTGATGTAAATATTGTTGATGAAAAAAACAATAATTGTTTATTACGTTTGATTCATAATAAAATTGAGAATGAAAATGATGTAGAAATTATCAAATTATTGATAGAATACGGTGTCAAAATTAATTTTGATAATGGTCATTTTTCTATTCTAAGTGAAGCAATAGATATAATATCAGATATTGGATCAGAAGTTGTTAAATTATTATTGGACAATGGAGCAAATCCAAATTATATTTATGATAATAAAACTGTTTTACTTGAAATTTTTGAATATCATGATAAAACTACCATCAAAAACGATTTAATAAATGTTAAAAAATTATTAAATCATGGTGCTAATCCAAATTTATTGGATGAATCTGGTAACAATGCTATTTTATTGGCGATTAAAAATGAATTTCCTCTTGAATTTATTAATTTACTAATTGATCACAATGCTAATATTAATATTATTGGAAAAGAAAATATGACTGCATTGATGTATGCTATTCGACCTATTAATATTAAAATAGATTACTGTCATCAACTTGTAAATTTGTTATTGGATCATAATATAAATACACATTTGCGCAATATTAATGGACGAACCGCTTTAATTATGATGGCAAAAAATTTATCAAGAGGTAATTCATTTAATTATACAAAATATCATGAAAAATTATTTGGTTATAATGGTATTTTTACTCGATTATGCGAACATGCAAATTTTGATCTACTAGATATTTATGGCAAAACCGTGCTGGCATATATTGATGATGAAATTATGATAGATTTCATTAAACTATTTAGAAAAAAATGCATTCAAGATCATTTGATAAAAAATTTACATACAGAAATCATTGATTCAAATTTAGTATTCATGATGAGTCCCAATAGTATCAGAACCAGGATAGCGACTATCAAATGGTATTTGGATCAAGGAGATACTTATCAAGAACTAATTGAGCGCGATTCGAAATTGTTTGAATATTTTGGTATTAACGATATGGATGATTTGCATTCAAAGATTAATTTAGCAAATAAATACATTGATTAAATATTGATTATTATTTAGATTTAAATAATAATTAAACATTTCATTATTAATAATGAGTTATACTAAAATTAAAAAAGACAAATACATAAAAATTAAAATTGATGCAGAAAATTATACCTCATCCAATAAATGTTTTATAGATTTCGTATATGATAAAACTACTGATAAAATTTCTGAAACAAAATATATTAATAATTTTTGTGTCAAAATAAAACATGGAAATCAGTATACAACTAAAATACCATTAGCTTCATTTATAGTGGATATAACATTAAAAATTGGTTTGTGGAATTGTTATGAATATCATTTTTACATGTTAAAACGACAATATCATGATCATTTAAATATAAAATTTGTTGATGGAGGAAAATATCCCATTGTTTATATTAATGATATATTAGCAACATCAAGAAAAGATTTATCTTGCACATTATTTTAATCTTTCAAATAATCATTTGTGAGATTAAAAATCAGACACTAATTCATCATAATATTCAACTAGATCATTGAATTCATTTTGGACAATATGACCAACATAATTTTGCCAATTGTCAAAACTTCTATTCAATTGATATCGAGTCGAACATTCTCTCGTAGCATCGTTCAACCAACTATGATAATCGTCAGAAATCCATTCACTAATATTATTTTCCCAAGAGTAATAATCATTTTCGATATAATTAATCAAACGATTGTAATCGGACATGTTAAATTAATAATCAATAATAGATTAAAGTCACTTTATACAATAAAATATTCAAATTTTTTTGAAGCATTTAATATCGATAAATAATATTGGAAAAAATTGAAATATAAAGTGTTTAATGATTAAAATAAATAAATAATTTTATAACAACTTGATAAATAAACAACAAAATGAAAATTTCACTAATTTTAATTGTAATTCTTTGTTTTATTGCAAAATTTATTTATTGTTTGAATCCTAACATTCCTGCTGAAAATATGTCAGGAACAATGCCTCCTGAACTAGTTATGGCAGCAGTTGTATTCCAAAATGGAACGCTTGGTAACTATTATATTAATTCAACAATCATAGAAACTGTATACAATGATAATCCTTGTCCAGGAGTCAATCCTGTACAACTTCAAAATGACAGACTTGAAATTTTGAAAATTTGGGTAGCACGTACTAATTACAATCGTTCATATATTCTGGATATTTATGAAAGTCTAGCTACACCAGATACTCTTGCTGATGGATCTGTCAATGAATATCTACATCAATTTATTGTCGCAGGATTTGCATCATATTCTGCTAATTCTGTTGCAGCTGAGTACTCTCTACAAGCTGTTGATCCTGCTAATATTCATCTTTTCAGTGAACTTGACGTGGCTTCCATTAATTGGCAAGCGGATAATGTTAGTGCTTGGTATAATATTATTACCAATTATTCTCTTGCTGGTTTCCCTGGTTCACCAGTTCTTGATGGATTTGTCAACTATCAATATGTTAGATTTGTTCCTTGTAGTACTGAAATTTGGATTGATATTTCAAACCAAGATCCACTCGTAGCAACTTATCTTGCTGCTGGTGAATCAAATCACAATGCGATTGAAATTTGCAACATAATTATTCCTTCTTGCACTGGTGTGAATCAAGTTTATGCTAGTAATGAATCTTGTATTGAATATATGTCTAGTGTAGTAACTCATCAAAGTTTTTGTCCTGGTGGATTAATTGCTAATTCTTCTGGATGTCATTATTTCCATGCACTTGCTGCTAGAGATTTTCCTGAAGTGCATTGTCAACATGTGAGACCTTATGATTCTCCTGTTTGTCAAGATTTTTGTCTTGATCAAGGATGTGGTGATTGTGATACTAATGCTGAATGTGTTTTTGTCACCGGTAATGGTAAGCTAATTCCTGAATATCAATGCCAATGCAAACCTGGTTATGTTGGTAATGGTACTCATTGTACTGCAGTAAGTTGCAATATTAGCAGCGAATGTCCCTCTAATTATAATTATGGTGTTTGTACTAGTGGTCTATGTGGTTGTAGTTATAGTAACGGTTTTAAATGGGTACCTGATGTAGAATCTGTTTCTCAAAATAATGCTTGTCAATGTTCTGCCAATGAAACTGTTTATTGGAACAATGGTGTACCTGAATGTATTCCTATTGGTCGTTGCAGAGAAGTTTGGCAATGTCCTCAAGCTGCCACTCAATTTACTAGTATTACTTGCACAAAGTATGGAAATAATGTGCTCATTCCATTCAATACTTGTCTTTGTAACTATGGTTATGATAATCCTGGCTTTTCTCATTATTGCCAGTGTTCATCACCCAAACGCGAAGTTTGGTCTGGATCACGTCAACAAACACTTTGTCTCAAACCCACTGAATGCACTCAAAACATTGATTGTGTATCAAATGATTGTGTCATTCCAACTGGTGAATGGCTGGGGACTTGTGCTTAATTTGAATTTTTAATATTTGTTAAATAATTAACAAGTATTAAAAATATTTAATTAGAATTATTATTGAAATATTTTTTCGCAATTTCATCATAGGATTTTCTGAGAAATTCTTTGGCACGAGGATATTTACAAATAAATTCTCGTATTATTTTTGATTGATTATAATATATATTTGATCTTTCATTGTACTTTAAATATAGATCATTGTCACAAATATATTCAATGAATAAACCCATTATTTCCAAATTTTCTGTATCATATACTTGGTAAATTTCTTTAGGTTTTTTTTCGAGGATAATTTTTATCATTTCAATGTCTTCTTTTTTTGTTGCATAATGAAGCATAGTGCGATAATCTGTATCCCTCGTATCATAATTAATATCTATATATGGAATGTATGTCATCACTTTTTCTCTGTCACCATTCGCATATTCTTTTAAACACATTGTATTAACATAATCATAAATTATTTTATCCACAATAATTTTAGTATTTTTACTAATTTTGTTATCCAATCTTTTTCTATCCATTTCCAAATTAACAATAGAATTATCGCAATAATAATTATCATCATCATCATCATTATAACGAATATCGTTCAGACGAAAATCTTTTTCTATCCATTTTATTAATATTTTTTTTAATATTTTGTGTAATTCTTTCTCAATATTATTTTTTAAATCACGTATGTTTTCATGATTAATAGGAATTGGACATGATGTTTTAACTAATTCTAAAATAGATGCGATATGATTATCCATTAATTATAAATAATTATAAATAATGTATTACAGTCAATAAATATTTCAATTTTAATTATTTTTTGATATAAATATAATCAGCTAACATAATATTATTCAAATAATGAATACACTAAAAAATATCAAAATAAATGGTATTAAGTACTACCACACATTTTGGACTTTGTATTATCAATTTTAGCACAGCTAAAATTTGATAAACAAACATAAAATGTTTCCAAGTCTGTGATATGCAGCGTTGCTGCATATAACAACTTCGAACAGATGATTTAATTAGTCTTGAATTAAGTCAATTTAAGAGTTGCACCAATGGACGTAGACTCATATCTAATTTAAACATCGATGATAATAATTATATATTCGCGACCAATAAAAGTAGATCAAATAATTATTATTTGTGAAATTATTCGAAACATAAAAAAATTGATTATATTTACCATAAATATAATCAGTGTTTATTAATTTTATCACGCACAAATTATGGATATTTATTATGCATTTATCCCAGATACTGCTAAAATAGATTTATCAACTGGTGAATTAAAATGTGAACTACCTGAATTTTGTAACCGAATTTTAAAAATTCAAAATCTATTTCGTCATAATAATTGGAATACTTGTTATGGCCCCGGTGTCCAAGTAATAGAACTATCTTTCGATATATCTCATCCAAAATTTAAGATCACACAATTATCTAAAAATCCTTGGTTACCAACTCATATAATAATACACAATATATATTTATTGAAAGATATCAATTCATATATTTATTTGATAGAAAAAGGTGCTGATATACAATCAGCAATGTTGTTTGACTGGGCATGTATGTATGGATTTATTGATTTGGTAAAATATTTACATTTTTCTGGGATAAGAATTAATAATTCCGAGAGAATCCCAAATGGATTGAAATATTCTGTATACTGTAATCATATAGAAATTTTTAAACACATATTAGATAATAATAATTATTATTGCTATGATATAACTGAGTTATTTTATCCAATATGTTCGCGTGAAAGAATCGACATGTTTGATTTAATAATAAAATATATTGAGGATAATAATTTTGATACTGGTAAACTTGGAAATGCTTTTGGAGATAATTTAATTCATTTATATATTCAAGGAAATTATGATTTTTGCATAAAATTTGAAGATTTTATGGAAAAAAATAATATTTGTTCAAATATTAATTATTTATATTATGCTGTCCATGGAAAAAATTTTGATTTGGTAAAACATGTAATTAATAAATATGGTCACAATCAAGAATATTTAAATGAAGCTGTTGACACAGCTATATACCAGTCTAATACTAAAATAATTAAATATTTAATAAATTTGGGAGCAGTTGTTACAAATATACATAATTATTTTTTTGATGGGTATTTATTTTTTTACCATAGTGAAAGTTATGAATCGAGAATTTTATCAGTTATTAAATATGTTATAAAATTAGGTGCTAATATTCATAATAATAATGCAATGTCAAAAATAATAATGAATGCTGCAAAAACTAATAATTTTGCTATAGTTAAATATTTAATAGAACAAGGCATAAATTATGAAGTTAATAATAATTTTGTATTAAGATGTGCTGTACAGCATAATCAAATTGATTTTATCAAATACGTTATAGATTCGGGTTGTAATTTAGATGATTGTAATGAATCTTTGTTGGAAATATGTGTAAAAAGAGAATGTATGGAATTATTAGATTATTTTATTTCGATAAATTTATGTGATACCAATTATTTGGCATTGTACAAAGCTATTGAACTCGGAAATATTATTTTTATGGAAAAGCTACTTTCATGTCATGAAAATATTATTTTTATGGAAAAGCTACTTTCATGTCATGAAAATATTGATATAGAAAAAATATTAGAAATAGCTGTCAAAAATAATCGTTGGAAAATAATACAATATTTATTTTGTCAAAATATTATTGATTATGACTATGGGACATACAATAATATTACAAAAACTGCATTTGATAATAAAAAATTTGAAACATTCGAGTTTTTGACAAATCAATATCCAGACCACGAATGTGATTCATTAATATATACAATTGCTAAAAATATTATATTGGAACCATCAAATATTTGTCAAGATTTTATCGATTTAAATTTGACAGAAACATTATTAATAACAGAATTTATTATTTACAAAAATAATAATGAAGTATTAAATTCATTAATTAGTCTCAATGATTCCGCGGAGTACAATTCATCAATATTAAATATTAGTATTAATTATCCAACTGTTTTAAAATATTTACTGGATACTAAACATTTTGATATGTATATTAATCAAAATATAATCGAGTCTGCAAAAAATATTAATAACGCATCAAGTATTAGATTGTTACAAATTTATGAAAAAGTTTAATAATATTAAACCAAACATAAATTTATTTTCCAATTTTTACTAGTACTAATAAAAATTGAAAAATAAATATGTCATTAAAAATTTAATACTTCATATTAAATAAATAACAAATGTCGAGCAAAACCAAAAAATTTATCAAATCAAAATCTAAATATTCTGATAGATCAGATATTTCCAGCAATTCAAGTGAAATTAGTGATTATGAACTTAGTGATTATGAACAACGTAAAGTTGTAAGAAAATCTAATAAGACCAAAAAAACTAATAATAAACCATTGAAGCGATATGGAAGTAAAAGATTTATTATTGAATCAGCAAGTTCAGAATCCGAAGGAACCGATAGTTCTAAAGATAATGTTAAATCAATTTCAAATAAAAAACAATATCTCAAAAGAAAATCTTCTAAAAAAATTTTAGATTCTGAATCTGAAGAAGATATGTCTGATATTAATATATCAAATGAAAGTGATAATGATAAACCAAAAGATAATTTTGAAAATATCATAGAATCAAAAGAAAATGATTTCAGAAATATAATTTTCGAAAATATCAACGAAAAATTTGCAGTTGGTAAATTTGGAGATTTTGAAGTGATAATAAATCGAGATAATGGTTATATTAATGCCACACAATTATGTAAAGATTGTGGTGAACGTTTTAGTAATTGGAAACGTAATGATAAAAGTAATGAACTTATAAAAAAATTATCTCATCAAATAAATTTACCAAAGAGAAAAATATTAATAGATATATTGGGAGGGAAAAATATAAAATTAAGAGGTACATATGTACATCCAATTATTTTAACAAATATTGGAAATTGGATATCACCAACCTTCTCAATGAAAATAGGAATATGGATTGAAGAATGGAAAAAATATTCCAGAAAAAATACATTAAAGTATTACAAAGAATTGTCAAAAATTGAACCATTTTCAAACAACAACAAAGAAAAAAAAATAAAATTGGATTTACAGAAAAAATTAGGAGGAGAAATTGAAGTGTTGACAGAACATGGTTATATTGATCTTTTAACAAAAAATAAAATAATAGAAATAAAATCGTATGACAATTGGAAATATGCATTAGGACAAATTTTAGCTTATGGACAATCATATAAAAATAAAAATAAATATATTTATTTATTTGATATTCCTCCAACAAATAATATTACAAGTATTAAATCATTATTAAAAAATTTTGATGTATCATTAATATGTATTTAAATATAATTATTTAAATATACATTAATAATATTAAACCAAACATAAATTAATTTTCCAATTTTTATTAGTACTAATAAAAATTGAAAAATAAATATATTTATGGTCACATCATTTATTCCAATACAATAATCGTTATTTAACCTAAAAAGTCATGTACGATCAAAATATTGATACAATCAATGTCAAAAACTTTTATAATTTCTCCAAACAGTTACCAATTACACCAATTAGGATTGTTTCATATTTTCTAAAGAGTAAATATTTGGATCCCAAAGATGAGAATGAATTCAAGGTCCGTGGATGGGAATCACGTGCTCCCTACATCTATCAGCTATTGAATAGAGTAGGTGCTGATATAATTTTGCTCCAAGGTATGAATCTTGATCAATGTAAAGATATTATTTCCTTTCTCGAGCCATTGGGATATAATGCACAATTCCGTGCCGCACATACTGGAAAAGAATCCCGCGAAATTATTGATAATGAATGGACTGGTGCATTTGTAGGTATCGCATACTCAATCAATAAATTTACTCTACTAGATAAAGGTGGTTTTTGGTTGAAAGAAGATCCTGATATACCACCTCCATTGATTATTGATAATAATGAAAATAGACGCTCAATTGAAGAAGGTGGTACTGATAAATGTTTTGGTGATACTCATAGTTATAGATATGTTTATCATGAAACTTTGTTGAATATAGAAAGTAATATTCCGATAACAATTGGAACAAGTCATTTTCCTATTGGAGGTTTTAATTCCAGGCTAAAATCTTCTAAATTAGCTATGGAAAGATTATGTAAAATAGCTGGAAAAAATCCACTAATTTTTGGAGGTGCTTTAATGTTGTTTGAGGATAAGGATGGAAATATAGCTTACGAAACTTTAACAAAATATGCATCTGATTATCGCAATTCTAAAGATCATTATGGACATCAAACAAGTTTTATTGGATATCCCGATGATCCGTTTAAAGTTAATATAAATTCAGATGGTATTGTATCACCAAGGAATTTAGACCTAATTTTACACAGGGGTTTACAATCTATTCGTAGTTTTATTATGTCTGGTGAATTTAATTCATTGGAAAAAAAACTTGTGGAGCCTTTAATATCTCCTATAAAAGATTCTGATAAAAGGGAATTTGCATCTGATAGATGTTTGATTGGAGTGGATTTACAACTTCATAGTTCTACCAAAAAAGAAGCACCTCAACGCACATTGAATAGCGAAAATTCATTTAATTTTAGCAAAAATTTATCTCCGAGAATTATACGTGCTATAAATTGGAACATTAGAACTTCCTTTCTAGATCCTAAAGATGAAAAAGAATATTCGATACGTGGATGGCAATCACGTAAACATTATGTTACTGAAATGTTAACACACTTGGCTCCAGATTTGATATTGCTCCAAGAAATGAGTCCGAGTCAAGCAGTCGATATGAAAACTTTTCTTAATGGAATTGGTTATGAAGTTATATTTAGAGCAGCTCATACAGGACATGATCTATATGAAATTATCGATGGTGAATGGACAGGTGCTCTGACTGGTATTGCATACTTCCGTAATAGGTTTTTCATTAACTGTCATGGCGGTTTCTGGTTGAAAGATGATCCTCATACTCCACCACCATTAATTGTTGATAATGCCGAAAATCGTCGTCCAATAGAAGAAGGAGGTACAGATAAGTGTTTTGGTGACACGCATAGTTATCGTCATTGCCAATGGGCAACTTTCTTAGATGTCCAATCACAACAATTAATAACAACTGCTGTTTCTGATTTTCCTATTAGTGGAAAAAATTCCCGGTTAAAATCAGCCAGTCTTTGTAATTCTATGTTGCGTGAAATATCTGGAGAAAATTGTTTAATTTTTGGTGGTGAAATATGCACTTTCGAAGTTATGGTCACAAAGCCACATTTGTTGGTTATCATACAGATAAATATAAGGTTGAAATTGATGAATGTGGTATAGTCTCACCACGGAACATAGATATTATTGTCCATAGAGGATTCACTCAAGGAATTCGCAGTTTTAGTCTTTCAGGTGAATTTAATTTATCAGAAAAGAAACTCAATAAGCCACTTATTAGTGTGATTCATAATATAAAGGATAGATTATTTTCATCAGATCATTTTCTAATTGGTGTTGATTTGGAACTTTGATTAGGTTTATATATTTATATATACATATATATACATATATAATATTTATTGAACTAATTCAGATAACTCATCGAATAGAGTGTAAAAATAATCTTCAAGTGAATCAATTATATCAAATGGCTTGTGATGATTGTCAAATTTTTCATTCGTATCATAACTAATAATAGTGCGCGGATTAGGATAACATGTATCTTCTAAATCAAATGGCTTGTGATGATTGTCAAATTTTTCATTCGTATCATAACTAATAATAGTGCGCGGATTAGGATAACATGTATCTTCTAAATAATCATCACCAGTGTAATAATCAAACATATGATGTTTAATGTATAATGCATCATATGAACCACTCCAAAATTCTCTAACAATTAGTAAATGTTTACCAGTTGATATTTCAATAATGCCAAAAACATAATACAATACAGCATCATCATCAGTTATATCAAAATAAATGCAATAAAATTTTTTGTCATTCAAGTATAAAAATGTTTTTTGATTTGTTCTGGGGATAAATCTTTTTTATAATTTTTTGCCATATATTTGTCTTTAATTTTAGTGTAACATGCAAATGAAGTTCTAGCTTTTTTTATTAATGATAGTGCTTCAGAATTATCTACACGTTCCGTTGGATATGTATTTTCCGTAAAAATATTAAAAGTTTTATGATTTGGATCTTGGTGACAAGATATGTGCGGAAAACAAAGACCTTTATATCTGACACTGATAAAATTCGATAAAACCATTATTTCTTGTATGATACATATAGTTATTTTTTAAATAAACACTTAATTAATAAAAATATTGAAATTATAACATTAAAGAGATCCATATTATAGTTATTATAATATCATAACCATAATGCATAAAAATAATATTGACATGATTGCGCGTATGTTCAAACTTCCATTTGAGAAGAACATGATTCTGATGGATTTTGGAATTGAGCCGATATCAGTAGATGATCAAGTGGTTAGAAATATTGTGTGTGGTTTTCTATACAATCGTCATGAAAAGTTATCTAAATTGAAACGTCTAGACAGTCTAATGTATATTGATTATGCAGAACTAGAACTTGATCATATTTACAAACATTCTAGTTTTCTTGATTGTAGTTTGCCATTGATGGAATTTTTAATGGAACGAGGTTATCGTCGATTTCATGAATTTGATAATGATGGCCAGACGGCTTTGTTTCGCATTTATTTAGATCGCATGGTAACTATAAAACAATATATACCAGAATTTGATGAAAAAATAAAACTCCTAAAAAAATACGGAGCGGTTTGTCCAAGAAATAAGTATAATCATACACCCAGAGATAGATATTATCATTTGCATATCAAAAGACTTCCGTACATCAAAGAATATCTGAAAGAATCTGATATTGTTTGATAAAAATTGAAAAATAAAACCATTAATTTGACTCAATATTTTGTATTGTTAAATTAATGGATTTTCCGGATTATGAAAAGATGTCACATCGTGAATATAAACGACAAATAAAAAAACTTCAAAATAAACATACTATTATGTTTAGTCGAACAGGATATCTGAGAGTTCATTGTCGAGATAAAAATACTTATCCACTTGCTGATAATTTTAGGGCTATTGCTACCATAGAAATACCTGCTTTTACTAGGGTTAAAAAAAGTATTTGGTTGAACTTTGTTGATATGGAAACAAAAAATGCATACATAAAAAATTTTGAAAGATTTGATGGTACAGAACTTGATGAAAATTTCGAATGTCGTTTAGATGATACAACATCATCTATGTACGATCTAAGAATAAATGAAAAAGTTCATCAAAATAAAGAATCAACTATATTTTATAATACCAATAAAGAGGATTTAAAGAAAAATTATGGATGGTTCGATTAAGTAAAAAATTGATTTAATTTTTTATTTAATATTATTCAATTCAATAATTGAATCAAAATGAATTTATTAGAATATAGTTTCGAGTTACCAAAAAAATTTTTTGAAAATATTAATCCAAATATTATTAATGTATTATACTCATATATTCATAATATATCTCATGATGAATATGGTAGATATTATGTGGTACAATACATAGATGATATGAAAAATATTTATTATGTTGATGATTTTAATTCCAAAGAAATATATTATTTAATATATTTATCTTTAACAATTAGTAGAACAGAAATAGTATGTGAATTATTAGATATATATCAAGATGTTAATGTTTCTGATTATAATAACGTATTATTAAATCTGGCTTGTTACAGAGGACAATATTCAGTGATATCAAAACTAATTAATGCTGGTGTTGATGTTACTTGTAATAATAACATAGCAATAAAATTAGCATCATTAATGTGTAATAATACATATACTTATCGGGATGATGATATAATTATGATATTAAAAATATTATTGGAGAATGGTGCGGATATACATTTAGATAACGAATTTGTATTATGTAATGCTAGTCACAATATTTATGTTTTCAAGTATTTGTTACAACTAGATTATAAATATGACATTACTATCAGAGATAATTATTGTCTACAAAAATGTGTTCATAATTATTTTAATAACATAATTAATTATTATGATAAATTTGAAGGACAAGAATTTTCTAGTATTGTAAAAAGTGGAGAAAATGTTTTATTTGATATTAATAAAAATGAGTTCGTTGTTAGTGATGTAATAGAAATATTATTAGATTTGGGAGCTGATATCAATTGTAATAATGGATATATTATTAATGATATTGTAAAATATCGTGACAAATATTTAATTGAATTATTTATTAAATATGGAGCAAATATGAGTCTTTTAAATGTTGATTCTTTATTAAATATTATAAAAATGATGGATTGTGATATCATCAAAATATTAATGGAAAATGGTGTCGATTTTAGTCAATTAAATAATGAACCAGTTAAAAATTTACAAAAAATTAATACAGCAAATTTATTACTTGAAATAGGTCTAAATTTAGAAAAAGTATTTGAATTAATTTAAATAATAGACATTAAATAAATTAATATTATTAATGTTCAATGATGATGTTATCATGAATATTATGAATTATTTATCTGATCGAGATAAAATTATATTTGCTTCCATTAATCATAATATGAGATTTTTTTTAGATAAATTATGTTACACAGAATTGCATAATTATGAATATGTTAAAAAATTAGATTACGTGGAGCGTTTTAAGAGAGTATCATATAAAATATCCAATGGATCAAATATATTAATACCCAATATAGTTACCGATTTAATTATTAAATGTGGTTATTATAATAATTTGATAATACCCACACATATAATACATATTACTGTATGCGATTGTATGTGTAGTAAAATGAAATATATAATTGATCAGAGGATAAAAATTACTATTAATAATCAATTATCCAAATGTAATAATTTTCCTCGTTATGATAAAAGATTTGGTGGAGCATTAACACTATTAGCTGCGAATAGCTATCAAGATCCATATATAACTATTGATACTGATAAACCAAAAATTTTATTAAAAAATAAATACAATTGTTCCAGGAATCACAATCAATATTTCAAAAATACAAATAAATATAATAAACGTATCCAAAAATATAATTATTAAATCATGAACAATAACAATTTAATTATATAAGCGTATTATTTTATGCTATTAAAGAACCTTACTCTCTTTTTGATGTTGTGGGTTTGAATCCCACTCTTTGAATTCATTTTTTTTAATCATTATAAAAATGATTATAAAAAGGCCATGCATAAAATAAAAAAATTGAAAAAAAATATCTAAAAAAGGTTTCATAAAAACTACAAATATATTATGTTTGTGGTTGGTTAGTTGTGTATATTTGTGGGTGTATATCTATCCAGTATTTTTTTTATTTTATTAATTAAATTCATAATAAAAAAACATGCATTCGGTCCAAAAAACAAATCAAAAACAAGTTATCACTGTTGTTGGTTGTTTTTTTGGCGATGAAGGAAAGGGTAAAATTGTAGATAAACTTTGTGATGAGGGTGATTTTTCCGTTGTAGCTAGAGTAGCTGGTGGAAGTAACTCTGCACATACCATTTCTATTGGAGGGAAAAAATTCATACCACATTTAATTCCATCTGGACTTTTTTCCGAAAAAATGATTTGTCTTATGGGAAATGGTATGGTAATTGATTTGGCTTTTCTTTTTGAAGAAATGGAAATTCTGAAAAGAGAATTTGATATTTCAATTATAAAAAGATTAAGAATTTCAGATCGTGCTCATATTGTTTTCCCTTTCCATAAAAAGATAGATTTTTTGATCGATAAAAGAACAGGTGTGCGCACAACATGTCAAGGAATAGGACCCTGTTATTCAGACAAAATTTCTCGACGAGGAATCCGTATTTCTGATTTAACTAATCCCCAAAAATTTACCGAACGTTATTGGAAAATGGTGGAATTTCATTTAGCGGAATTTCCTTCACTAAGCGGAGAATTTGATTTTACAGAAATTCTTCGTTTACATTTGGAAGAATATGCTCCAAAACTTGAATCTCGCATTGTTGATTGTTCAGCTTATATATATCAATCTATTACTAGTGGTCAAAAAATTTTGGTAGAATGTTCACAAGCAGTAATGCTAGATATAGACCACGGATTTTATCCATACGTGACATCATCATCCACATCATCAGGAGGTGCTGTTAACGGATTAGGAATTGCACCCAGTAAAATATCAACTGTAGGAGTTGTTAAAGCAATCATAACTCGTGTAGCAAGTCCTGGAAAATTACCAACTGAATTTTCATCCGAAGATAAAAAAAATATTATTTCATGGACTAAAGTATACCCCGATATACAAAAGATTCCAGAAATACCTAAAGCTGGTGGCACTTTAATGAATTCCAACACTGTTTATCCAGAGGAAGATGTTTTAATTTCCAGAAGATTTATGGAATTAGATGCATCTGGTAGGCCAAGAATATGTGGATGGTTTGATTGTGTTTTACTTAAAAGAGCTAATATACTCAACGATTTTTCATATTTATGTTTAAACAAATTGGATTGTTTAACTGGATTGAAAAAAATTAAAATTTGTGTGGGTTATTTTATCAATGGTCACTCTAGTGTAAATAATTTTACAGAAAATCCGGATGATGTAGAATATGTTGAAATTGATGGGTGGGATAAAGATATTTCAACAGTGCAAAATTTCAAATCACTTCCCGAACAGGCCAAAAACTTTATTAATATAATTGAAAAATGTGTTGATGTTCCCATCAAATATATTGGAATAGGTCCCGATCGCGATCAAATTTTGGTCCGAGATTAATAATATTATTATGAATAATAAAATTGATTTTTTTATGATATACAATAAATTTTATTTATTATTATCAATATTATTGGTAATAATAAAAAATGGCTGCTGTTGTGGTAATTAATAGCATAGTTAATGACTCGGATTCAGAGAATGAAAAAAAAAAGAAACGCCAGCATCGTAAAAAAATTAATCAAAATAATAATAAACTTTTATTAGATAATAATATCAATGAAAATAATAAATTGGGTATGGGTTATATGCTTTACAAATTAGATAGTGAATATGGTATTGAAACATCAAAATATAATATTATACAAGCAGGATATGACATTGATGATATTTATGAAGATCTTAAAAAATGTATTAGTCATATAATTCGTAATAATCAAAAATCCAATCTTCTTATTTACCAGATCAAAGGAATCAATCCTTCCCTTGTGTCTTATGATATAGTTACTTCATCTAATTATCCTTTTGTAAGATTCAAAACAGGATATTATGGAAATCAATTATATTATGTTGGTGGTGATAAGACTTTGATCAATGAAATTTATCAAAAAATACCAAATTTACTAATATATCGCAAATATTATAATAAGATCGTTAATTTAAATAAAAAAGATTTGAGTAAAATTTATCTTGAAACATTGGAAAGAAAAATACCTAAAATATTTCCTAAAACTAAAATGCGAAATAGACTGGCAAATCATAAGAAAAATATTATGTTTCGATGATTATGATAAGTTTTTTTTATTCCCTGGACTGGTTCTTTTTAAATTAATTTTATATAAATTATAAATATATACATGAATTCAAATAGAAAATATAAATCAAATGTTCCAACATTAAGACGAACAAATAGTCAACCGTCAATAAATAACTTGACAAATTTATCTAATTTTATTGATAATAAGTTAGATAAATTATATGAAAAAATCATATCTGAAAGACATATTATTATGCCTGTTACTCCCTGTTTAAAAAAAGATACAGGATCAAAAATTTATGTTGATGTAGGTGTTCCTAATTCATATTTTGGTCTAAATGGTGATGTGTATATTGATAGTATAACTTTAAATTTATATTCAAAAATCCATGGATCGTGGATTTATAAAGCGAACATTAAAGGAGAAAAGGGTGATACAGGAAATTGTGGTAATAAAGGTGATAAAGGCGATCAGGGAGATAAAGGAGATAAAGGTGATAAAGGTGATAAAGGTGATAAAGGTGATAAAGGCGATCAGGGAGATAAAGGAGATAAAGGTGATAAAGGCGATCAGGGAGATAAAGGAGATAAAGGCGATCAGGGAGATCAAGGTCAGGTTGGCGAACAAGGAGTTAAAGGAGATAATAATATTATATTTTCTTTTGAAGTTACTTCTCCTGGACCTTATTCAGTAATTGTTCCCCAGGGTACAGTTAGTGCAATATTAACTCTTGCAGGAGGTGGTGGTGCTGGGGGACCAGGTGGAAATAATGCGTATAGTGGTTCAGGAGGAGGAGGAGGAGCTGGTGGATGTATTTATATGTTTCCAATATCGGTATCAGTAGGACAAGAAATAACTGGTATAATAGGTGCAGGGGGTATTGCAAATTCAACTGGTGCTAGTAATGGAACTAATTCGACCACCACAATAGGTGATAGTACATTCACAGCATTCGGAGGAAATGGAGGAATTATTGGTTTTAATGGAGCTCAAAATGAAGGAGATGGTGGAAATGGTGGATCTGTTAGTACACCAGTGACAGCAGGAAGTTTTTTCCCATTACCTGGAGCAGGAGGTCATCGTGGTGGATCTGATCCGAATTTCAATAATGGTGGAAATGGTAATTTGGGAAATAATACGTATAGTGGAGCAGGAGGTGGTTGTGGTGCATTTTGGTTCAATATTAGTTCTGTTTATTTTGCACCAGGAAAAGGAGGAAATGTATTGGGATTCACTGGTGGTTTAGCTGGTCCTCCGGACCCGGATGATCCGGATAATCCTACTTTGGTTATAGTGGGAGGTGGTGGAGGTGGTGCTAGTGCATTAGCAAATGGTGGAAATGGCGGAAATTATGTGCGTGATGCAGCATCTGAACCTGGAAGATTAGGATCGGGAGGTGGAGGAGGAGCTTATAATATAGGTTCAAATGGAGGAGATGGATATGTTAATATAACTTTTTATTCCAGCTGATAAAAATCTATTTAAAACCAACATCCAATGATATTGGTAGATTTTTATTATAATGTCTCAAATAATTTTGAATTGCAAATTATCCATATTGTCAAGCGAATATTTGACTATTTATATCCGGTAATAGAGACAATTATATGACAAAAAATTGAAAAAAAAATTGGAAATTAATGGTACATGTTAATTAAATTATTATCTTTGTGTAAGAAATATGGATAAAATTGATTTAAAAATACAACGGATTGAACAATGTCAAGAAAAAATTGCACAATTGGAAAAAAAAATTAAAGATCGTGAAATTGTAGTTTCAAAAAAAGACAATATTATAACTGGACCAACTGAAGAAAATAAAATAGATCATAATATTATTCATGAAACTAAAAAAAGGAAATTAGAAATAGAAAATTGTACTGAAAATAATACAATAAAAAAACCTTGTCATGATACTATTTTAAACGAGAAAGAAAAAATTAATTCTGGTAATACAATATCTGATGAAGAATCATATATATTATCTGAAGCTGGCGATAAAATTTGGTATGAAAATGGCGAAATACATCGCGGAAATAATTTACCTGCGATTATTTATAATGATGGTACTAAAGTATGGTATCAATATGGTAAAATACATCGCAATAAAAATAAACCCGCTATTGAATATGCAAATGGAACTAAAATATGGTATTGTTATGGTAAAATTCATCGTGATAATGACAAACCCGCTGTAGAATATGCTGACGGAACATTAGAATGGTATAAACAAGATCAGTTACATCGCGTCAAAGATAAACCAGCCATTGTATCTCCTAAAACATTAAGATGGTATTGCGACGGTAAACTACACCGTAATAAAGATAAACCAGCTATTGAGGATTCTGATGGAACAAGGATGTGGTATTTTCGTGGACAATTACATCGTATCAAAGACAAGCCAGCAATAATACACAGTGATGGGACATTAAAATGGTATCATCTTGATCAACTACATCGTCTTGGAGATCAACCGGCTATAGTAATTCCTAACAAAATGTATGCATGGTATATTTATGGAAATCTTCATCGTTATTATTATCCAGCCATTATTAATATAGATGGTGATTTATATTGGTTTAAACATGGTTTACGACACCGTGATGATAATGAACCGGCTATTATGCGAAAAAATGGTTACCATGAATGGTTCATAGATGATGAATTATATGGAACTCAAAATATCTCTCAAAAAAGCATAAAATTATATTATGATAGTTTAAATTTTTTATACAAAAAATTTCCATATTTATTAGATCGCAATTATTCATAATAAAATAATATTCCAGAATAGTGTCTTAATAATATTAGTGAAAGTGATTTATTAAAAATTCCTCCAAATTTAATGTTGTGATTTGAATATTATTCGGCATTCATTTATAATGATTCAATTGAATCATTATAAATTAAAGAAAATGCGTAAATGGTAAAAATAATATAATAAGTCAACAAATAACTTATTATATTATGACTTGTTTAATTGATTTACCCAATGAAATTTTAGTTGAAATTATTAAATATATAGATACACCTGATATTTTTTTTTCCAATACTAAATTTTTAAATCTAGTGCTTCTGATAAAACCAAAAATTAATATTATTAAATATTGCATACAAAAAGATTATTTGAAAATAATATCGAATTTATACAAAATAAGGTCGAATAAAAAATTTTATAATATTGTGTTCGGTAAGATGACAAATAAAAAATGTTATCACGAAAGTTGTGTGCGTGGTAAAATAAATATTATTGATTATTTCGAAAAATATCATTCGTACACAAAATATGAAGATCCTTTTTATTATTTGATAGTAGTATGTGAATATGGACATTTGGACCTCGCAAAATATTTTATAAATAAAGGAGCTAATTTTAGAAAACATAAAGATTGTGCCATGAGATTAGCGGCAAAAAATGGACATTTGGATTTGGTAAAATATTTCGTGGAAAAAGGAGCAGACATTACGGCAAAAAATAATTATGTATTAAAAAAAGCTTCAAAATATGGTCATTTACATATTATAAAATATTTGTATAGTATACATATTTATTTACATTCAGATGATAATTATGCATATCGAATTGCTACAAAATATAATCATTTAAATATAATTAAATATTTAAATTTGGATTCGTATTTAATTCCTTGGTGGATTAAAAAAGATTCTTTATTTCATTTTTCGGAATCGGGAAATTTAGAAGCTGTCAAATATCTAGCTAATTATGTTGAGTGTATGTGGTGGGATTATGCATTAGTATGTTCTTCTCGAAATGGACATATTGAAATAGTAAAATATTTTGTGGAAAAAGGAGCAAATTTATATACTTATGAAGAAAATCCATTAATTTGTGCATGTAAATATGGTTATACAGATATTATTCAATATTTAATAGAAAAAGGAATGAATATTGATGATAATAAATTATCAATATATGTATGCTAATGATATTTAATATATATGATAATAACATTATCATATACATTGATTATTTACTTTGATGATTTTTTCACAAACAATAAATAAATCACAAAAAGAATGATAAATAAAATTATCAAAAAAATATATATACCAAAAAATCCGAATATCATACCATAAATACCATAAATAATACCACCACTAGGATCAATATAAATACCATGATTTTTACAATAGTTCAAATATATTTCCATAAATTTTACGCCTATAACACAACCAATTGATCCAATGATAATAAATAAATTGGGAATTATCAATGGACCAATAACTAGTGCCATTAATATTTTACCTTCCATGATAAATAAGATTTATTATGTCTTATAATGTTATAAGATATTATCATAAAACATGTTAATTATTTATTTTTCAATTTTTTAATACATATGCCATATTGACATATACTAATAAAAATTGATTTAACAATTTATAAAAGCATTCATTATTTAATCAAATATTAGTTATTGGTTTAAATAATTAGATAATATGCAATTTGATTTCAAGAATGGAGGTGTTTATAAACTCAACAAGGATTTGAGGGGATATAAGAAAGTCTATTGTTCTTATATTGGAATCTGGAACAGAGATTTTAAAAAAGCCGTAATGACATTGAGAATTCCAAAAGGTCAAACGGTTGTTATACCCGATACTATTAATAAATATAGTACACTAAACGACACTGATGTTGATGGTATAATGAAAACAGATGAAGTTTATATTGAGAAGATTGAAGATTTGGATGGTAATACTATTGGAGACCATTTTGAATGTACATCATCTAAATCAAATGGACCACAATATCCTTTAAAGTATGATTCAAATGGTGTAGTGATTGGACATGATTATATTACTGAATACAATCGTTATGAATATGTATATGCGTTGGGAAAAAAATATCAAGCACGTCTGGACTTGAATCATAAGAATATTACGGGATCCGGATATTTTTTCTATTCAACCAAAGAACAAGCCAAAAAATCTGCTGAATATTATTAACATTGATTATTTATTGTATTATTAATGCAATAAATAATAATATTAATAAATGTCTATAATTAACATAGATTCATACATTTACATATTTTTTAAGTGATCAGATTATATTAGAGAATAAGAAAAAATATGAAAAAATATATCTGTGACATAAACGCAATCTATTGACGCTTTCTTTGAACAAAATAAATCTTTGATAGTTTTTTTTTTGCAAAGACAATATTGATTTTTTTTATTAAAACATTTCATGTAAGATTTGTATTTATTTAGTCGGGCATTATTACAATTACGGGTTTTAATATCGTTACGATCACAAATTTTAATCCGACTATGATTATGATCATTATCAAAGTCATCATCAATTTCTAAATCAGTATCAACATTTTCATAAATTTTATATTTTTTATAATGATCATATTTTTTACTTTTTTGATTATTTTTATATTTAATATATTTTAAATGTTTATCATAAATATTACATTTGACACAATTTTTTTCTCTATTATGTTCTTCATCAACCCAATTTTCAACATGATACATAACATTAGTCATACTGGTTAGTGCATATAAGAAATGATCCATGTGATATCTTTCACTTCCGCCATCTTCTGTAACTTTTAAAAAATATATTTTTTTGTCATTGTTATTGATATTAATTGCATTACAAAAAATATCTGTGTCATTATCAATCGAACTAAATTCTCCCAATAATCCATCATCATCAGATTCAATATTATTTTTATTAAAATTTTTATCATATTCAATACATTTATTTATTGCATCATTTTTATTTTTATAAATTCCAATAATATGATTATGCAAATCATTATTCATATTACCATAGTGATCTGTTTTCCATACAATATATATTTTCATTAGTGTAAATGGGTTGTTAGTATTATATATGATTAAAATTATTCAATATTTAAATATATTTATAATAATTGAAATGTGTATATATTATTATTAATATTATTAGTAATTAGTGATAATAAATAATGAAAATGGTAAACCACAAAAATATGATTATTTGAAAATAAATGGTAAGGAGATAATTGTAAATTGTTCAATCAAAATACAAAATACCAAATGAAATTGTTAAGTATTGGACATCGCTGTGGCATAACAAGTCAAATAAATATTGATCTATGATGATGAGATAAAATTAATTAAATGAATATTTGAATAATTTTATCGTATGTAGTCTATAAAAATATTAATTATATGACACTATAAAAAAATTGATATTAAAAATTTATACACGAAAAATCATGGATGAATAGATTAATGCCCAAAAAAATATATTCTAATAAAACAAGAAAGAATAAATATTCTGACTCGGAATCTGAAATAGAATCTGAAATAGAATCTGAATCTGAATCTGAATCTGAATCTGAAATAGAAATTCCAGTTGCGAGTAAAAAGAAAAAACTTATTAAAAAAGTTAAATATTATGAATCAGAATCTGAATCCAACTCGGAACCAGAATCGGAAATAAATATAAATTCCGAATACAATGATTCTGACATAAGAAATATAATTATTGAAGAAATAAATGATAAGTACGCCATTGGTAAAATGGGTGATTTCAAAGTGATAATTATGAAAAAAAATGGATTCATAAATGCCACTAATTTATGTAAATGCGCAAGTAAAGATTTTAAACATTGGAAAGAAAATAAAACGGCAAAAATTTTAATTAAAGAACTAATTTCATCGGCCGGAATTCCGACGGATGAAGTAATAATGACAATAACTGGAGGAAAAATAACAAAAATACGTGGAACATATGTACATCCAAAATTAATAATACATATAGCCGCTTGGTGCAGTGCTGAATATGCTTTGAAAATATCAGATATTGTAATAGAATATCATGCAAAAGAAATTACCGAAGAGAAAGAAAAATTATTAAAAAAGAAAGATGATAAAATTGATAGATTATCAAAGAAAATTGATGAACAGAAGAAACAAATCAATAAATTATTAGAACAAGGAAATGAAGTCCTTGGTTATGCTAAAGATACTAATCGTAAGATTAATGTTGTTGTTAATGAAAGAGTTCCTTTTAGTGAAGAACCCAAAAATGAAGAATCTTTTTACATTGTTAAAAATAATGATAAACCTTCCAAAAAAAGGGATACTTATGATTATAAAGCCATCAGAATCACAAACAAATCTAAATCAACCACTATGTCAAAATATTATAAAAATCATCCCAATGGTGAAATTATATTAAAAATAAAATACACACCAAATGCTAAGCATTTATGGAATACATGTAAAGAAAAAATATATATCAAAGATGAAAATATAGAACCTGGTAACAATGCATTTTGTTATTTTAATCTCTGTGGTGATTATTCAGAGAGACAACTTAAAAAAGATATTATGAGAATACATAATAAACGTCTCAAAACAGAAGATATTTAATAATTATAATTTATTAAAATAATAAATCATAATTAATATTTAATCTATATTATTATTTATTTTCTCTTGTATGTCGGAATAAAATTTATTAAATCTTTTATTTAATTTTAGGATAATATTCAATGGATCATTTTTAACTATGTGTTTATAATCCCAAAATTGAATATCATCAAAAATATCATAATAATTACTACTCAATCGTAAATTTGCGCCATGATACATATCATGGTAATATATTATTGTAAAATATTTTCCAGTGTCTTTTTCAAATATACCAGTAAAATATAAAAACTCATCACTTGTATTACAATTAAAATTTATACAATAAAATTGGCTATCTTTTGATAAAAATACTTGTAAATTTTTCACATTATTCATATATTTATTTTTAATAAAATTTTCTTTAATTTCAATATACTCGGAGAAGGATATTTTTGCTTTTTCTATTAAAGCAAGTGTTTTAGATTTATTAGGAAGAGAAATTTTTCCATAGGAATAAAATTTTTTATAATCTTCATCCAGAACACGATTAATAATTACTGGACCATCATTTTGATTACAATTAATAATAGATTTGTAATTTATTTTTGCCAGATTATTGAAATTAATGATTTCATTTATTTCCATATTTAGATAATATTTGTAGTATGAGATGATAATATATTGATAATATTAATTTCAATTTTTATAATGTATTGTCGAGTGTGTATATATTTTTCTTATAAAAATTTGTTTATTTTAATGGTAAATATTAATAAAATAAATAAATGTCAATTAGCTAATTATCATTTTCATAATGAAAAAAATTGAAATTTAATCAGACAAAATCATAATCAGATATTATATCGTTATAACAAAAATGCCATTAAGCAAGGAACAATTAATTAATAATTTTGATTCGGATAATAATATCATTGATAGTAGTAATGAATATGATACGGATGAAGAAGAATTTATAGAAAGAAATCGTTCTATTTATCAAAGAGCTCATAATATTAATCAATTATATCGCGAGGAATTTGATACAGATGAAGAAGAACTTGGTGGAGATGAAAAAGAATATATATCCAGAATGCGAAGTCTTTACAATAATAGAAACAAGTATATTTAAAACAGGCAAATAAAATTGAATAAAATATTATTAATAACTGTCATTAGTTATTTTTAGTACTATAACTTAATAATTAAAATAATTAACAATGGAATCCAAAATTTATCTCAAGGTTATTGGTCGCAATTGGGAAAATCGTGATATGAAATATGTTCGTGGTCCGAATATGCTTGACCATTTTGAAGAAAATGGATCTTGTGTTTCTGGCAGAATGTATTTTTGTGATCCGACTAATCCGACGCAAAATATTTGTAGGTATTTACATATGGGTGATTTGCTTGTTGATATAACTCTTCCGACTAATGATCCAGAGTTTAAAATGATGGTTGATCCATCTGGAGGTAAAACTTGTGCCAATAAAATTATAATTGGTAAAGAACGTAAATTATCTGACCCAAAAACATTTGATTATATGGCTAGTCACGGAGTTAACGTCGAGAAAAATTTTACATTGAATTGGGCTTGTGATAAAAAGTATTGGCATGTTGTTATTTATCTTCTTATTATAACACCAGTTACTGAATCACGTTTTAATATCGTTAATAGGGTACTCACAAATGAAAAATGCATGCCCGAAAATATTAAAATAACTATTTCGAAAATTATCAATGAAGATATTGAAAAAATTAGATCTGATAAATTTACTGATAATTTGTCAAATCATAATCTGCCTAAAAAATCAGGCATTATAATAAATTATAGAACATTCATGAAACAAAAAATTATTAAATACAAAGAGAAAAATTGTGATCTTTCTCTCATGGGTTATATGTCACTAGCTGCTATAGAATGGAAATCTTATAAGGAAAAACATGGTGTTGTTACTTGCAGTTGATATTCATCAATAAATTAATAACACATTCATATAAAAATATTTAATACATATATTAAATATTTTTATGCCAATACCAGATAATAATATGCTTGGATATTCACAATATTTTAAAATTATTAATGGAAAAATAGTTCCAATAAATCTTTTTGCAAAAATTATTGTAGATACAAAAGACAAACTAAATTCTAGTCTGGAAATAGAAAATATTGATTATTAATCAATGTTATATTAATGTAATATATATATATATATGTATATATTATTTAGCTATTATGCCAAAAGATATAAATGAACTTTATGATGGTATTTTATGTCCAATTTGTGAGTGTCATTATAGGAAATTTGTTAAATTGTATAACAATTTAACATTATATTGTGATGCTTGTTTGAGTTTTTGGATAGATCCAAATAAAATAGATTATGAGGATAACATAGTTGCTGATTATAATCAATTAATTAACATGGAAAGCACAAATCATGTTGAAATTATTAATAGTCCGTGGAATAATTTATATACAGATAATCCTTTTTATTTACAAAAAAATAGGTGTCCTAGATAAATATTTTATTAATTTTATGAATTATAAAACTAATAAAAATCAAAAATAATAATTATTAATTGCATCTTTTTTATTTGGGAAAAATCTGATACCATGATGAATACTTAAATTCAATTCTACTCGAATAGTTTTTCCTGTTTCAAAACTAATACCTGATCCATTATCAGAACAATATTGTGTTAAATTAATATCATCGAATGATTCACCTTCCAAAGTTTCCATTTTTTGGACAAAAGCTGTATTTGTTAGCATTTCACCTTCTCTATAACCATCATTATTCTGACGAGAAACAATTTGCGCAGTAGAAGGAATAATTAATGTCGCTACAGTAGATACATACTCACCATTTTCCATACAACAAAGCATTTTTTTGTATCCAACAGTATCATTACTAAAATTCAAAAAACCAAAAACGCTTGTCATTGTTAATAATAATATTAACAATATTTTTCATATATATTATTATGGCAAATATATGGATATATTTAAAATTGATTTTTTCAATTTTTTAACAGAGTTAAAACTAAAATATTGGATCGTATTTTAATATATTATTAAGAATAATTTGTTTATTATAGTACAAATAATAATGACATATTGGGGACCACAAAATTGGAATTATTTACATGAAAATATTAATGGACATAATTCTACTGAAAATAAAATAAAATGTCCAAAATGTAAATATATCATGGTAAAAACTAAACCTATCATATTACAAAATGGATTAATTGTATGTGGTAATTGTAAATTTATAACAAATATAGAACAAATTACTAATATAATCTTAGAATTATACAAAACACAATAATAAAAAGATTTATTACTAATTATTTAATTAATAAATAAACATGACTCGTAAAAATAAAATTCGACATAATATTAAAAAAATTATTCCAAAAAATTCACCATTTGATAATGTATTTGATGATAAATTAATAGATAATAAATTAATAGATGATAAAGTTTTACACAATATATTAGAAGGTGATTTATTTGAAGATGTGACATTAGAAATCAATGGCCAATCATTTCCTCTTTATAATAAATTTAACAAGGAATATAATATGATATGGGAAACACTAAGTGATACCGGTAAAAATAAATTATACCAACGCGATTACTTATTTTTAATATACCACAAAAATTTATACAATGGACGATTACATAAAATACAAATCATTAATTACATAAAAAAACATTTTATAACGAGATACGAATTTGATAAAATTGGAATGACACATTTAATGTGTGCTTGTATATATTCACAAAACGACAGTAATTTGGAATTGGTCAAATTATTTATAAGCGGATTTAATATTTATAAAACTGATAATACGGATCGTTCGGCATTAGTGTATTCATTAAAAAATTCGGGTAATATAAAAATAATTAAATTTTTACTAAATTATTTAAAAGATTTTGAACCATATAATTATTCGCGAATAATTAACGATACATTTATCAATTGGTCAAAGACTGATTATTTGCCAGATATTAATATGGCAAAAATATTATTAGATGCGGGAGCATTTATTAATTATAAGGATTTAAATAATTCAACCGTATTAATAAATATTATTAATAATAAAAAATATGGTGATGTTACTGAACTTGTTAAATTTTTATTAGTGAATAATATTGATATTTATGTAAAAACAACAATTAATCCAAATGATGTTATTGTTCAGAATATTAAATGGACTAACTATGTTAGTAAAAAACTGGTGGAATCAATAGAATTTGATGGTATACCAATGTATCCAATGTATGATGTATCAGATGAAGAACCAAAATATGATATAATGGATCATCTTATTGAAAGATATCATCGGGATAGTAATAAAAAAATTATATCTATGTTGTATGATTATGGATATCGTAAATTACCTAATACCAAAAATGAATTAATAATGAATTTCACCAAGAATATAATTGATGACATAGATTTTCGCGAATCATATTTTAGAAAGATTAAAGGAGATTTAATAGAGAAACAAAATGAAATATTATACAAACCTGTCAGTTTAAGATCTGAAATTATTAAATTAAGTTGGAATTTACATTCTGGAATTCCAGCAAATTTGAATAATAATATTTTTAATCATTTTGGAATCAATAATGAAATAGAATTAAAAAAAGTAATTTGTGATGTTTATTCTGGAGTTTATTAGAATTGAATAATAATTTATATACTAACGATTTTATTTTTATTAAACACCTATTTAATTTCTAATAATATCGGCACATGTGGTTATCTTATAGATATATAAATAAAAGAATAAGTATTTCTCAAATATATGATTAATAAATATTGATAATTTAATTAATTTATTATCATGATATTAAGTTAATTAAATGATGTCTTCTAAATTATATTTTAAATTAATTACTCATGATAGTGATTATCATGATGGTTTAAATATTGATACAATTTACAAATATGATTTTTATAACATCACAGAAAAATTATTTTTTTGCGAACCAAAAAATATTGGCGAATTTATGAATAATCATAAAATTACTTATTTATATGATGTTTATTTACCCACAAATGATCCTAAATTAACAATAATTAATTATCAAAGTGGTGAATATGGTACCAATAAAATAATATTACAAAATCGACGCGATCTTAAAGAAATAACCACTTGGGAATATATGATTTCAAATGGATTAAATATTTTTGATAGAGGAAATAAATCTCTTGTCTGGGCTTGTATAAATAATCATACAAAAATAATAAAATATTTGGTTGATAAAGGTATTGATGTCAACATAAATAACGGAAAATGTTTGGAAGAATTAGCATATGAGGGGCATTTTGATAATCTCAAATATTTAGTTGAAAATGGTGCAGATATACATATATCTAATGCATTATATTGGGCTTCATATGAAGGGCATTTTAATATAGTAAAATATCTAGTTGAATCTGGTATTAATATTAATGGAACAGATAATTATAATCCGATTCGTGCTGCTTGTTTTAATGGTCACTATAATATATTAAAATATTTATTACAATATGGAGCCACTTCACACACAATTAATCTTGGATTGACAGGAGCTTCCATGGGTGGTTATTTAGATATCGTAAAATATATGATAGATTTAGGTGCTGAAGTGAATTTTTATTATGGTCGATCATTGAATTTAGCATGCTATAATAAACACGTTGATGTTGTTAAATATTTATTAGACAATGGATCTATCATCAATATGAGTACAAGTTCTTTAGATAGTATTAGTAATCAATTTGATATAATTAAATTATTAGTAGAAAGAGGATTAGACAAAAAATCAATGAATCGTATATTAATAACCGCTTGTTTTTGTTTAAGATTAAATATTATTAAATATTTGTTAGAATCTGGAGCTGATATTAATACAGATAACAATAAACCTTTATTAAATGCTATTCAAGCAGGAAATTATCAAGATAATAAATTAGTTATTCAGTATTTAATAGAAAATAACTCAAATATTCATACAGATAATAACGAATCTTTAAATTTAGCATGTAATTTAGGCCAACTTGAAATTGTTAAACTTTTAGTGACTCATGGCGCGGATATATATAAATGTAGGAATGAAACATTAATGGAAATTTTTAAAAAAGGTTATTTTGAGATAATTAAATATTTGGTGGGTTGTGGCATTGATATTCATACCAATATAAATGAATATTTAGAAATAGCTGAAAAAAATAAACATTCACATATTATCGAATATTTGAAATTTCTTTGACAATAAATAAAAAAGGAGATAAATATAGAGCAAACATAATTATATTAGGTGGAAAACGTGATTCAAAAGATGTAGAAACATGAAAATATATGGTTTCAATAGGAATATATATACATACGAATAATAAAGCATTTATATGGGCTTACAATAATGGGTATTTTGAGGTGGTAAATTATTAATAGAAAATGGTGTTAATGTTAAAGGTTTAATAATATGTAAACCAAAATTATTGAACAATAATACATAAATTATTTAATTAGTTATTTAATAATAAATAATTAAATAATTTGGTTTCAAAAGTTGGAACAAAATAGTTATAAAAAATACTAAAATCAATTTTTATTTTTTATTATGGCAATACATCCAACATTCATAATGAATTTCAACACAATAATTATTATTATTTGATAAATAAAAATTACCACTATGTTCTCCAGCCGGTATTGAATTTTTTAAATATTTTATATAATAACACCTGTGTCTATAAATTATATTTTTATCACGTTTTTTCATAAAAATTATGGTTTTAATATTGTCATTAATATTTTTAGTATAGTATGATGATAATATATTGATAATATTAATTTCATTTTTTATAATATGTTACCAATTATATATATTTTTTCATAAAAAATTGTTTATTTTAATGGTAAATATTAATAAAAACAAATAAATATCAATTAGCTATTTATCATTTTCATAATGAAAAAAATCAATTCATATTATAAACCAAGTCATAATGGCAAATCTAAAATCTATCACGAACCAACTCGAAGGAAAAAATCAAATCAATGTAAAATCAAATAAACAAACCAATAGACAAGCTAATAAACAACTTAAAATAAAAAATTTAAAAAAAAAATTTTTTGGACCAGTTTCATATGATAATGAGATAAATGAATCATTTTTAACACCAAATGGATGGATTATTGCTGATTTTATTACGCCGAAATTAAATTACCAATGGTATTTTCTTTCGAATAAATATGTAGATTTTTATTCACGATCACATAATAAAAAAAATATTTTGGATTGTTTTTTGAAGGCAAAGATTAATTTTCATGAATATGATAATTATAATATATCACACTTAATGCTGGCTTGTGCTTGTTCATTTGGTGATAAAAATTTAGCGCTAGTCAAATTTTTAATTAAACAAGGTATCAATGTTAATATTGTTGATATATTTGATAAATCAGCGTTAGATTATTCTTTAGAAAAACAAGGTAATATTGAAATAATCAAGTTGTTAATTAAAAATATTATGGATAAATCATTATTGGATAAAGCTCTCTTAACGTGGTCCAAGACACATTATTTACCAAATATAATCATAGCTGACATTTTAATTAAATCTGGTGCATCAATTAATACCACAGATGATAATGGTAATTCATTAATGATAAATATTATTGATAGTCAACTATATGACAAGTTAAATATATTTAATGATAATTTTACATACCGATTTACACACTTCATTCATGATATTGAAGTTGCAAAATTAAAAGAAAAAAATAATTTTTATGAAACAATCATTAAAATTACAAAGTTTTTATTGACAAATGGTATTGACACAAAATTAAAATCATCAATTGATCCAGGATACACTGGTAGTGTAATTATTAATTGGAATACAATTTGCAAAAATAAATATTCATTATTAGATTATATATTTCATCTCCAAGAACCAAGTGATAATAATATATTATTAGACCCAGTTGATTGTTTATTTCCAATGGGTTCTTTTCTTCAAGCTATGGACACACATTATCCAATATCTAATAAGATGGATAAAAAACAATGTTGTAATAAATTAATTGAACTTTTTATAGTTTATGGATGTGAATATGGTCCATATTTTTATAAATTAGATAGTAATCATCTCGAAATAATAAAGACAATAGAATTTAGTAAAAAATATTTCAAAACAATTAAAAGAGAACTCCAGAATATTTACACAGAATTTATTTATCAACCAGGAAGTATTCGATCTAATATGATTAAAATTCAATGGAATTATCATATTGGATTAGATTATTGCGACATAAAAAAATCCAATCAAAAACTATTTGATTATTTTGGTATTAATGATGAAGAAAAACTTGTTCAAATTATTGAATCAGTTTAAAATAATAATTCATAAAATTAAATAATATTAATTATATATATCATTGTTTCTAACATTTCAAAAATGATTTATTTGAAAATCATGACATATTTAATATTAATGATGATTGTAATATTAAATGTGAACTTTATGTAGCAAAAAATATATATGTTCTTTACAAATATATGCAAAAAAATCTAAAAAAATCTATTAGAAGAACTTAAAAAAATCGATGCAAAGGAATTTTTTGAAAATTTAGAATGAATGGATCCTAATGCGAAGCATGGATATGATATTCTTGGAGAATTAAATTTCCATAAAGTCAAACTTAAAAATATTTAAAATAATTTTATTATCATTTATTTTAACAATAATAAATTTATTCATTCCATTCTATTTTTAACCTGTCTTTATTTTGTTTGATTTGAGATAAATCCATTTTGTATAATTCTTTTATAGGACTTGAATCAATAAAAGATATTTTTGGTACACTAACTTTAATATTTTCATTTTTTAGACAAGTATCATCTAAAATATCTAACATATTTTTTAAAGGTTGAGGAGCATCCGACCAAGTATTTTTTCCTGAAATATATTCAGATCCTTTAACAATATCAATAAATGGTACATTTTTATTAATATAACACATAGACATTTGTAAATGTTCCGAGTCTAAAATAGTTCCACAAGATAATATACTATTTAACCATTCACTCGATGAAACAAATTCTATATTTCCTGCTACCACATATGGTTGTAAATTTTCATTACACCATTCAAAATCATTTTTGGCTTGTAATGCGAAAGCATATTTAAAATTATCTATCATACAAGCATTTGCTAATAATAGTGAGAGATAATCTTCACATTTTTTGTTATTTTTCCAAGTTTTCTTAAATCAAGTGTCGACATATGTCATTACAACATAATTACTTATTTATATATAATTGTTAACATTATATGAATATATATATTGTTAATAATATATGAATAGATATATTGTTAATAATATTGATAAATATAAAAAAGTATATGATTTACCTGACTTGAAAATAAGTAAATCAGATAGAAAAGGAAAAAGATTTAAAGCTACATATACAGATTATGATGGTAAAAGACGTAAAATTTATTTTGGTCAAGATGGAGCTTATACATATGCAGACGGAGCACCGGATTCAAAAAGAAGAGCATATCGCGCAAGAGCTTCTGCACAATATACTAAAGCAGGTAAACAAGCTATTTCAATACCAGGTTCTGCAGCAAGTTTGAGTTATAATATTCTTTGGTAAAAAAATCAAAATAAAAAAAGTGATTAAGTAAAAAAAATTGAAATATTAATTGATAAGATTGTTCATTAATTAATATATATTTAGTAATAGATCATATTATTAAATATGACTACATATATATTTAAAATTGGAGAACATGAAAAATTGTGTTACAAAGCTAACAATTTGGGAGAACTTAAACTTCACATGATGAAGTATATTGATGAATTCAAATCTCTTTTCTTTGAATTAGTTCGTTCAAAGAATAATATACTTCTTGAAAAATATCCGGATATTTTTAATGATACATTATTTGAAAATTGGTCCAAAAATAAATCTAAAATCATTGAATGTTTCAAATTTATACAACCTGTAAATTTGATTAATACTTTGTTATCGTACAATGAAAATGGTAAAACTATTGATATTATAGTAATTGAACCTGGTAAAATACGAGATGTCAATAAAATATATTATGTCACTGATGAAGATTTTGAATTAATTAAAAAAATGTGCGATGGTGAAAAATCACCGAGATATAAATCATTCATGACGAGAGGGTTTTTGTTAATGAAAGATAAACCACAAACAATAGCTGAAGATATTTGTTACAGGTTGTATGTAATTCATAAAAAACAATTAGGACCCAATAATAGGCTGCTTTATCTGTGATCAAATAATTGATGAACGAATCATTTTTAAATTGATGAATAATATGTAAGTATTATTCATCGATTTAAATTTTATTAATATATCATTTATATATCATTTATATATCATTAATACAGGGTTAGAATTAAAATATGATAAGAATATTGATTGTATTAACGTGGAAAATAAAAATTGTATAAAACTCATCAAATTATTTATTGAACTTGATCTGCCCATGAATTATTCAGAAACTTTTTTTGATCAAGTATCAATCAAAGGTAATGTCAAATTACTAAAATGTTGGTTAGATTCAGGATTAGAACTTAAATATACAAACATCGCTTTTGAATTTGCCGAAAGTCCTGAAGTCTTACAATGGTGGTTAGATTCGGGATTAAAAATTATTTATGAAGATCTTGATGAATATTTGCATAATGAAGATATTGATATGTTAAATGTTTGGTCAAAATCTGGTTTACCTTTAATTTTTAGTAAAAATACTTCACCGATTCAATCTGAGGAAATAATACAATGGTGTATAAAAAATAAAGTATCTAAAAAAGTTTATATGAAAAAAAAGTGAATATTATTTAATTATGAATAATAAAAATCATAATCTCAAAAAAATTGAAAAAAAAAAATTATTATATTTATAATATCATAATTATAATAATGTCTCAAAAATTATATTTTGGAACTACAGATGAAGAATATCATAGTGGTTCAAATACATCCAATAAAAATTTAAATAAAAATCCAGATAATTATATTAAAAATAATCAAACATTGAGATTAGCAGATGGATTTATACCGTCGCAAAGAAAAGTATTTTACGGTTTGGTGTATGAAGATTTTATGAAAAAATAAATAAAAGTATTAACTCAAGGGTTTAATTTATTAAATTTACGACGTAGTTTTAATCAATATAATGATGATGAGGAAAGTGATAGCGATAATGAAGAAAATAAACCACGAAGTTTATATATTTATGGTATGGATAGTAGAAAAAAATAAAATCATCATGGTTTCCAATACGTAGACGATTAAAATATAGTTATATTATTTAAAAATGTTTAAGATAGCAATCATATAATATCAATTTTTAGAGAATATGATTAGATAATAAAAAAATGTCTATTAAGATAGCGATTATATGATATCAATTTTTAAATAATATAATTAAATAATCGGAAAATATTTCTTAAGATAGTAAACATATGATGTCAATTTTTAGAAAATATGATTAGATAATCAAAAAATGTTTATTAGAATTGTAATCATATGATGTCAATTTTTAGATAATCAAGGAATATCTATAAAGATAGGAAACATATAAGATTCGAAGATATTATCTTCAAATCTAACCTGTCGCTTTGCGGACAAGGTGATGTCAATTTTTTAAAGAATATGATTATATTTTCTAAAAATGTTTGATAAGATATTTGTAAAAATATCAATAATATTGATGACAATTAAGAGAATATGATTATAGTTTGACCGAATTTGGTAATTTGAAATATTTATAAAAAATTGAAAAATCAACGCATTGATTAGTCTACCAAATTATAATATAAAGATTATATTTAAAATAAATCTAAACAGACATTAATTAAAATAACTATGAGTACCGAATTGGAATTTGATAAAGTCCAAAAGAAACTTGTTGAAAACCGTATGAAATCTATTAATCTTATAAATTTTATGGATAATTTTGTTGAAAAACCTAGCGATAAAAATCACTTAATTGATTTGTTAAATAGAAAAAATAGTTATAGAATTGCATCAAGTAATGAAAATAAATTTAAATATGAGTTTAATGATATTAAATTAATATTAATTGATGAATTTGGGAAAAAGATATTATATGTCCACAAATCCATTTTGAAATGTTGTCGTTATTTTGAGAATGCATTATCATTTTATGATAAATGTAATGATCCACATTATAAAATAAAAATTCACTTACTTAGAGATATATCATGTGATATTATCTATTCATTTTATGGATTTGAGTTTCCTGAAATAACAGAATGGAAACATAAAATACATCTACATATGATACAAGATTTTTTATTATTACAACCAATATCTATATATGATCTAAAAATTCCAGAGGATGAATTTGAACCTCTAATTAATGAGGTGGTTTCGTTTGGATATACCAATGATATTATCACATTAATATTCAATAACATACCATCATCTTATGATACTACAAAAATTCCAAAAAATATACTTCAAATTATTTTTGATTTGAACAAGAGAACTTACGAAATCCTAAATAAAATAAAAAATGCAATATAATGACTGCAATATAATGACTGCATTATAATATGAGCCAATAATAGAAAACTAATTTTTTTATACAAATCCAATTTGTTAAACCATAATAATATTAGAGTTTAATAAATAATATTGTTTAATTGAGAAGCAGATTTAGGAAAATCATTCAATATCATTACACCAGGATAATTATTATGAATAAAATTAATAGTTTGTTTATTTAACATATCACGATAACATACCGCACGTAAATATTTGTGTAGATCCACTTTTTTTTTAATTAGTATCTCGTGCAAACCAGGAAGAAGGCAGGTTTCATCTTGTTTAGTCCTAACAATATGATCATTGATTTCATCTAAAACAGCATTAACGTTATCTTTTCTTGGATTAATTTTTGTAGTAGCTTCCAACTTAGAACCTACCCAAGATAATGCATATCTAAATGATCTTTTATAAAGTATTTTGCTGTCTAAAATTAATTTAAAACCACCCATAGCAGCTTCAGAATCACCTAAAAGGGTAAAATAAACATAATCAAGAGGGATACCAGATATACCCTGTAATCCGGAATAACTGCTGGCGTATAAATGACCGTCTCGCAAAATTTTTAACATTTTTTCAGAGGAGGAAGCTACGATACTATGGACAAGATAATATTTAGGTGGATTAGTCATTTGTATATATATAATTTTTAAATAAAATTGAAAATTATTCTGTTAAATACCTCCTTAATAAAATTAAAATCAATATTATTAAAATAGGCATTATATAATAAAATTTACATGTCAGGATCAGATTTTATTGATGCACACACTTATTGTACTGGTTGTGGTGATCCAGTAAGACCAGGCAAGTTACACAGATGTAATTTTGGAGAAAATATTACACCTTCCACAACTAAATTTTTATGCACATATTGTAAAAATTTTGTACAAGCTGTACCTGGTAAAGGAACAACTAAATGTAGTTCATGTGAACATGTTTTACATGGAGGAAATGCCAATGGTTCGCATACTGTGCTACATTTCGCACAACCTCAAATGTACACAAATGAACTAAATAACAATTGGTCTGGGTATAACACACAGCCACAATTTCAGACATATAGTAATATGTTTGGTACTAGGTGGTAATTTTTAGAGAATATGATTATATTTTCTAAAAATGTTTATCAATATAGTGATCATATTATATCAATTTTTAGATAATATTTATTAGGATAACAATCATATAATGTCAATTTTTAGATAATATGATTATATCATCTAAAAAAGTTTATCAAAATGGCAAACATATGACATCAATTTTTCAAGAATATGATTAGATGATCAAAAAATGTATATTGAGATAGCAAACATGTAAGATACGGTTATTGCAACGCAATAACCTATCTAACCTGCCGCTTTGCGGACAAGGTGATGTCAATTTTTCAAGAATATGATTAGATTTTATAAAAATATTTTAAGATAGGAAACATATGATGTCAATTTTTAGATAATATGATAATGTCATCAGAGAATGTATATTAAGATAGCAATTATATGATGTCAATTTTTGGAGAATATGATTATGAGATACGGTTATTACATTGTAATAACCATGTCTAACCTGGCCCTAGGGCACAAGGTATCATCTAAAAATGATTATTAGGATGGTATAGATTTGAATATGTGTATATGTGATACATTTTTTAATATATAAACAAGAAGACATTAAATATATTATTATTAAAAATAATGACACAATACAATATCACAGGAAAAATATTGAGCACAAAAATATGTAATGGAGATGTATATAAATATCTAATAACGGATAAAAAAGGAGAAACAAAAAATTATACACACTTCGCAAAAAACGAAGGAATATTAGATAAATTGAGAGAAGTAAAAATAACATACTATGTAAAAAATACAGAAAAATATGGATCATCCAATATAATAAAAAAAATAGAATATGGTGATTATATAAAGGACACAAAAAATGTGAAAGAATTATTAATTACAAAAATAAAAGTATCAAAATCATTAGTCGATAAAATACACAAAAAATTTGGAGATGAAATTTATGATGTAGTATTTAATAATACAGATGTATTAAAAGAAATAAAACATCAAAATATAGACAACCAAATAGAAAAAATAAAATCATATATAAAAAAATCAAGATTAGATATTGAATTGTCAAATTTAGGAATTCCATGCAAGTATCATGAAAAAATTATAAAAGCAGGAATAGATATAGATACAATAAAAGAAAATATATATAATTTATACATAATTTTAAAAATACCGTTTGAAATATGTGATGAAATAGCTATGAAGATAGGATATGAAAAGAATGATGAAAATAGGATAAATGCATTCATAGTAATGATATATAAAAAATTTAATTCTATGGGAATATTGTATGAATCACGAGCGACAATACATGAAGAAAGTAAAAAATATGGCATAACAATTGATGAAATAATAAAAAATTTAAAAGAAATAACAATAGATGGAAAAAAATATTACACAACAGGAAAAATATACAAGACAGAACAAAAAATAGAAAAAATATGTTGTAAATTAGCAAATAATAAACCAATTACAAAAATATATAGAGACGATTATTACTACGGAAATAATACACAATTATGGTCAGAACAAATTTTGGCAGTAAGAAACTCTTTGGAAAATTGTCTAAATATAATAACAGGTCCGCCAGGAACTGGTAAAAGTTACATAATAAACGAAATAATAAATGAATTACATAAAAAAAATTGTGTATACATATTAGCACCAACAGGAGCAGCAATAGAGAGATTACGTACAGATGATTTAGGTAAAAAACCGAATATACAAATGAAAACAATACATTCATTTATATACAAAAAAAAATATACACAAAAAAATAATAATAATAGTGATAATAATAGTGATAGCGATGATGATGATAATAAAATATCATTGTTAAAAAAACGTGATTGTTACACAGAATTTGTATTTATAATAGATGAAATGTCAATGGTTGATATGCATTTATTTTATAAATTTTTAAAAATAATATCAGGAATAATAGATAAAACAAGATTAATAATAATAGGAGATGAGAATCAGTTACCAAGTATTAAAGGTGGATATGTGTTAAATAATTTGATATCTAGCAATAAAATTGTAGTATCATATTTAAAAGAGAATCATCGATCCGAAGGTAAAATAATATCAAACAATGCAGAGTTGATATTAACTGGAAAAGATATAAAACCAGATAATAAATATGTAGAATATATTAAAGCCAATGATAAAAAAGAAATAACAGCGTCTTTAAAAAATATCATAAAAAAATATAAAATAGAACATAGTAAAAGTTGTGTATTAATACCTATACGAAAAGGTGCAATAGGTATCAATTATTATAATAGAATATTGCAAAATGTGTACAATTCGGAAAATAAAAAGAATGAACCGGATGAATATAAAACATATTTTAGAAAAAATGATAAAATAATACATGGAAAAAATAATAAAGAAAAAGATATATATAATGGTTCAATATTAGAGATAAATGATATTGAAACAAATGATAAAGGAGATCCAGTAACAATAATATCAAAATATTATAAAAGCGAGACAAAATATGGATCAAAAAAAGAAAAGAATTTCAGAATTGTTGAATATAAAAATCCAAATAAAGAAAATGAGAATGAAATACAAAAAAATAAATTAGATATAGCGTATGCTATGACAATACATAAAGCACAAGGAAAAGGATATGATACAGTAATAATTATATTACATTCGGATATGTATACAAAATTGCTAAATAGAAATATGTTTTATACAGCAATAACAAGAGCAAAAAAAAAGTGTATAATAATAAGTAATGAAAATGGATTACATGAATGTAAAAAATTAATGGACACAAGGATAACAAATCTATTTAGACAATCAAAAAATCCGCAATCCGATGAAAAGCAGCAGGTAAAATATAATCCAACAGATATAATTGAGGTTTTAACAATGATATTAAAAAAAATAAGAGAAAATGATGATTCTGAAAAAATAATAGAGTTGTTATTATCAAAAAAAATTGACATAAAACAAATCAATCAAGAAGAAAAAACGATAAATACAATAATGGAAATGAGTAAATTAAATAGAAATATATTAACAGATATGACATTTTATAAAAGTTTAATTAATTTTAAATAATAAGATATCAATCATATGATGTCAATTTTTAGAGAATATGATTATGAGACATGATCTTAGGCACAAAGTATTATCAAAAAATGTATATCAAGATAGCAAACATATAAGATTCGAAGATATTATCTTCAAATCTAACCTCCCACTTTGCGGACAAGGTGATGTCAATTTTTAGTGAATATGATGATATTATCTTAATAAATATTTTTTTAGATAATATCATCATATTCACTAAAAATTGACATCATATGTTTGCTGTCTTAACAAATATATTATGATTATTTAATCATAA